GCCGCGATGGAAGGCATATAACTGCCACAAATGCGGGTCTTTGACGGGATAGAGATGTTGGATGCTCCATGGTATCGACAAAAAATTACTGATGGGTCCTCAGTCGGGGTGGTCAAATATGTAGTCTCTCAAAGGGTCTCATTGGGTGATCCAGAAAAATTTGCTGGTCGAACGAGTCGGGTTGGTGGTCGACACCATGGTCAGTTGTGTATACATGGTATCCCGTCCATTAAGACAAATAAACAGAACAGTGAAGCTATATGGAACATGTATCATGATATTTATTGGATAGTTTTGACTCAGTGCAGCGCTTCGGCACCTTAGTGCAGGCGGGGAAATGAAAATCGGTCTTTGTCATCATATCATAGTTCTCCATGAACCAACCCTCTTCCTCCTTTCAATAATATATTAGGTTCAGTATCAGTTGGATGTTGCAGGTTGAGTCAGTGGTAACCTTTGAATGTTGAAAACAAGACCAAGAAGTTTTGATAATCAAAAAATTTTTGAGACACCTTTTCTGAACAAGGTGGCCAAAATTTTTTACATGTTCAAAGGGGACTTGGTGTCAATACATTAGCCCCTGTTATCGTCAAGGGTAGTTTCGCTTATAAGTGAAGAGGTAGAGTAACAATGGTTAGTGGGTGTCAGATAGTTGGTCCAACATTTTTGACCATGGACCTTGAACCTCAAAAAAATTTTTCAGGGAAAGGTTTTGGATTTTTCGCTCGTCTGCACTTTTGTGACAACATGTTTTGAAAACTCAGACTGCCGAGAAGGTAAACTTTTTTGGGGTAACTTTTTTCTGCTATCGCAACGAAGTGAACAAGGAGCCAAAAAATTTTATATGTTCATAGAGACTTACATGTCAAATCAATGAGTCCCTGTAATCGTTCAGGGTGATTTGGAGTAACAGTGACCATGGGTTCATGAGTGGGTGACGGCTTGATCCAAAAAAATTTTTCGGGGAAAGGGTTTAGGTTTTTCGTCAGCATGAACTTTTGTGTCAACATGTTTTGAAAACTTGGACTGCCGAAAAGGTAAACTTTTTGGGGTAACATTTTTTCTGAACCAAAGAGTCCAAACATTGTTGGGGTGAGTGGTCATGGTGGATGTTTTGGATGTGTTGTGACTTCGGGGACAGGGTGTCGGTTTGAGTCTATGAACATTGGTCTTGACCTAAAATTTTTTTTCGAAAAAGGTTTTAGATTTTTCGTCGGTCTGAACTTTTGTGACAACATGTTTTGAAAACTCAGACTGCCGACAAAGTAAACTTTTTTGGGGTTACATTTTTTTCTGAACTTAGAGACCCCAAAAGTTTTGACTTTCTGGTCAGTCCCAAGTTTCAAAGTTCAGTTTCAAAAATTTCGGCACTGACGAAAAACAAAAAGGGTTCTCGAAAAAAAATTTTGAAGGTCCAAAGTCCATGGACACCCAACACTCAACAACTTTATGAACAAGTATTCGAACAATAAAAAAGTTTACTTCTTTGACAATTTCAATCTTCCATAACATCGTCGCCATCACCATAATCTTGTTCTTCTTGTTCTTGATCTTGGTTAGTTGACATGAGTTCATCAACCTCGTTCAACTTCGAAATTCTGTCCTAGATGTGTTGTGGTAACTCGACTTCATCTTCATCGGCATACAAGTATTCTTTGAGAGCATGAGGTTCTATTGCCAATATTTCCTAAACAGTGTTTTTGAGACGAGGTTTAGTCAATCTTGCTCTATTTGTAAGTACACTTCTCATTTCGGGTTCAAGAGTATCCAAAACTTGTTTCTAAAGATGTTCAGGTAAACTTTTGATCAAATCAGATTGTGCTTTGAGTTGTACTTCTTGGTTCGTCAATATTCTTCTTCCTTCTTCAACTTTGGCAGCAAGTTCCTTCTCTTGTTGCTCTTGTTTCAATAGAAAAGATTGATACTCAGTATATGCCAATAGATTGCCAGACAAACATTCGTTCAAAGCATCTTCAGCCTTGAGTCTGAGAATTCTTTCCTCCTTGAATATTTTCTCCATTTGACTGGCAGCATCCCAAGGTCCTTTACCATAGTTGCACTAACGACACAAGAACTAAAAGTTTCCATGATACGGATTGTGTTGTTTGTCGCTGCTGTCAATACGATCAATGACCGGATGTCGTGGAGTATCGGTTTCAAGTAGATGACCAATTTTCCTTCGTTCCTCATAAGAGAGCAGACTGTGTGGTGATTCAATAGCCCATGAAAACTTGTTACCACAACTGTTACAACATGCATTCTGCTCTTTGTACTTTGAAAATGCTTCATCAAGAAGAAGCTTCTCGTCCAAGACTGATCTCTTCTATTTTGAGCGATCTCGTGCCTCTCTGACCAGTATGAGAATCTTACGCTTCAGAAGATAGTCGTCACTTTCTATCTTTTTAGCGCGTTCAACTGCCTCCTAAAATCTTCGCTACAAATCTTCTGGGTCATCCAATGTTGCTTTACCTCGTTTCTTGGGTTCTTGCTTTTGCTACTTGGGTTGTTCAGCAGAAGTTTTGGGAAGTCGGGCCATTTTGCGCGTCGTCTTTCTGGGGTTTGCTAATGTGATGATACTATTGCGAACACCAACTGTAGTGCATGGAGTGTTGTTGTCATCTTTGGTGATAGGTTGATTTGGCTCTGGTTCTCTAGTTTCAGTTTCAGTTGTAGGTAAACTCAAACTACCAGTCGTACTCGTGCTTGACTATGGGATACTATTGTCAACCATTTTCCATGGACCAATTTTGGGTGGGATTGTTGAATCAACTTCTTCTAATTGTTGATACATGTGCTAAATGTCAGCCGTGCTAACAACTTTGATACTACCTTGACTCTTGCGCTTTTTGCTGATGCCACTCTTCTTGGAGCATAGTTCGAGTTTGATGTTGAACATGAGAAGGAAGATAAATGCAAAAAAGATTTGAGAGGCTATTATTTTTCTTTATTGCAATTTTGATGACACAACAAAAAAATTAGACCAGCAGGTGGGGAAACATTTCAGATATTTTCGGTCAAGACTCTGGGTTTCTTTGACTGTTCAGCCATCTATTGTTGCTATTCATTGTTGTCGGTTTCACGAACCCTCTTTCTTGAAGTGTTCGTATTCTGTGTCAAAGAATCAATCTCTGATAACTTGGACATACGAGACTGAATTGCATCTTCGACAATGTCGTCTTCTGATACTTCTTCGTCCTGACTATCATCTTCGAGTTCAGCAAAATATGACGGATTGTGAGCCAGAATTTCCTGAACATACTATTGTTGATTCTTGACTCTCTTTGCCATTGACATCTTTCTTCTGAACACGTTGGCAACTCCTTCGGGCAAAGAATGTAAAACTAATTCTTTGACATCTTCTGGCAAACTATTGAGGAGCATATGTTGTCCCTAATAGTACAAGAAAGCATCATAAGTCTTTCTTCTGGCAGCAAGTCCCTATTGCCAAATTGTCTGCTTTTCATTTTCTTTGACCAACAGAGCATGCTTGTATTCGCAAGAGCAAACTTTGTTGCCGTTGGCATTCTGATACTTGGTCAATTCTTTTTCTGCCATTTCTCTGCGCTCACGTTCTTCTTTCAACTGAACCTGTGCATGTGTTAACTTATCATCATGAGACTTGATGGTATTGCATGCACGACACAAGAATGAAAAGTTTCCGGAATATGAATTGTGTGCACTGTCGGTTACATCGATGCGAGCAATGGTGGGCATTTGAAGGTTGAACTCTCTCTTTGCTTGCTGCATTTTCTTCTTGTCCGTGATTCCACTAAACTAGTCTTCATGGTCATCGGCCCACTTGAATTCCTTGTTGCACTTGGAACAGCAGCCATTTTGTTCCTTGTATTTGTCAAGGGCTTCGTCCAAAGAAAGTTGTTCATCAATGACATAACCATTTTCGGTGCATGATCTTGTGCGAGCAGCTGTAACCAATGTTAAAAGTCTATCTTTGAGCAAGTTGTCAATTTTCGGTTGATGAGTATCGGGCTTTCTGGTTTTTCTGAGTTCAGTTGAAAGTTTAACGATAGCAGACGTTGGCAGAGAAGGTTCATCTTCAATGTTGGTATTTGTTTCTGGAGCAATATGTTTTCCTAGACTGATAGGTTTTGCTGGCTTTGGCCAAATAAACGTGGATGCGGCTTGCATTTTTTGGTGAATAATGAGTTTTTTGTTTGCTTGTTTATTGCCAGTATCGAAATTACAGTCAATCCTTAAATGATATTTATCTTTTGTTACATTTTGTGCACTTGAGCAAGTCTTCTTCGAATATATGTCTTGGATTTTCCGTAGGTTCATCATTGTCTTCATCATCAGTATCTGCAAACTCACCATATGGATTATAACAACAATCTTCATCGTCTATACCATCATAATCTATATCACTTGGTTCAATAAAAAATTTTGTACGATTTGTTTCATACAGATATCGCATTTCGTGGATGCATCGTATTGCGGACTCGGGAGCCTTCATCAAAATATCCAATATCACATTGTCACCTTTGCGATACTAATCATCTCCATCTTCGTTGAATCCATAAACATCATCAACCAGTCTATCCAGTTCAAGAAATTCATGATAGTCATGGTCGTATGTTTCTAAAAAGACCTCAAAGTTGTTGAAATTTACATCCACGCGATCATCATTCACCAAAAGTTTGACAATATCTTCATGACAATTAGCAACTGCAGGCAAAAGTGCAAGTTGCGGAATGACCCAATGTTCTTGAAGCAATCTGTGAACGATTTCTGTATGACCAAGTTTTGCTGCGTTTTGGATCAGGCAAATATTATACTCTCTTGCTTGCAAATACTTTTGATAAAGGAATTCATATTTGAGTAACAGGTCTACTCTTTCTAAATCACCAAGTTTTACTGATGTCATTAATGCTGCTGCATATACTTTTCTGTTGACAATTGGGTTCAATAGTCGTTCAGCAACCTCGTACCATTGTCTATTGACAAAAAGTGGTCCTCTGTACAATTCCTTGTTGTTCATGAACCCCATGACGCAGTCCAAAATTTCAGGGATGTGACCTATGGGTTCATAGGGTGCATATTGCGATATATTTTCAAACTTGCGCTTTTTTGAGTGGGGACTGGACATTGAAGAAAAAAAGTTTTGGTGGTTCAGACAGACGAAAAATATTTTTTTGAGCAACCAGGTTTTGAAAGTTGGTTCCAAAAATTTTGTGGCTGGTCAAAAAAACAAAAAGGGTTTCTCAAAAAAATTTTTGGAGGTCCAAAGTCCATGGACATGTGAGTCGACCAAAAAAAGTTGTGCTGACCTTACCTTTGACGATATCAGGGACCAACCGAAACTGACCACAATATCAAACGTAAATAAACTTGTTTGGTCGCATTCACAGCAACTTGCCGACACAATAGCAACAACACCAATAATACAACTTAACCTGCACTCATCGCATCCAAAAACACACAAAAACATTCACAGCAACCATGGAGCCTCCACTCAGCGACAACGTTCAAATTCCCAGGGACATAACACGAACCGTCAAGCGAGACCTGACAACCTTGACCAACTATAGTCGCAAGTTTATAGACCAGTCTCAGAGACCGAAACCTGCCGAATTTCACGTTCTTTCAAGAATGTACGTTATTGTATGGGAATTGGAACGCCCCGTCGATAATGACAAATACGTGTTCGTCTTTGGTCATCGTGACAAAGTAACAGTTTTACGCTATGATTGTCTCATTTCAAGAAAAATACTTGATTCGATGGCTGTCGATATCTTGAAGGATGGACGTTGGACAAAAGTGGTGTAAAAATTGTGTTGAAGTCAAATGTTTCCCCCTGATATTGTTCGGGACGTTTTCGGGGAACAAGTATTCGAACAATAAAAAAAAGTTTGGCTTGCTTTACTGACGGAGTCTGCCTGCGATAGCTACTTTAACAATCTTCCATTACATTGTCGTCATCATCATAACATTGGCCTTGATTAATTGACATGAGTTCATCAACCTCGTTCAACTTAGAAATTCTGTTCTAAAGGTGTTGTTGCTGTGGTATAATTATTGTAAGACGCCCCACTTATGGCTGCAGTTGAACAGGTTCAACCATTTGACACTCGCTCCGCTAGTGAACATGTTCACAAAGTGTCTGCTACACCAATATAGTCCGCTAAAAACCTTGCCTTATCTTCTAGCTTGATATGCTTAACACTATGACGCATTTCCTAACCGTACAAGAAATGCAAAGTCCAAAGATCCATATGTTTGATTTTTGTCTTGATGGAATTCACGATTTTCTTGGTTATAGCGAAATCTGGTCTATCTGTCGCAACATCGAGTAGTTTTTTCATGTTGACACACGGATCGACGCGCTGGTCGGCCAGTAACCGGTCAATCATTGACATGTCACCATGCTGGGTTGCCCAAAAGATTGCTCTTTGGTTGTTGGCAGAAGGGTCAATGTATCGATTTGCAATCTCATGCCATTGTCTGTTTGCGATGAGTGGACCATTGTACAATTGCTTGTTGTCCATGAAACTGAACATGCAGTCCAATATTATATCAATGTGAGCGATTTGATAAAGTGAGTTGTCCATGAAAGGGGGGGGGGGGGCTGAAAAAGTTGAAACAAAAAAAATAATTTTTGGGCAAGGCAGAGTTTTGCAACGCAGTAAAAAGTCGAAACAAGGTTCGGGTTTCATGAACAACTATCTTGAACCACTGTTACTCCAGATTACCCTGAACGATAACAGGGACGCACTTATTTTTTTTGAGTAACTAAAACACCTAGATTCCTTTATTTTCGAGGTTTTTTCAGGTTACTGTTGTTTATTCTTGTTACACAATGCCATTGTAATTTCTCGGGACAGAGCAGTTGGCAGATTTACTAGGTCGCACTTGATTTGATTGATATAAAGTGCTTCTTCATCTGCATTCTTAATGTAGAAAGAGCGACTTCTGCCACTTTCTATATGGATGGGCGTTTCGAGTCCCCATTTTTCATAAACTTGTTGAATCTTTTGTTCGAGCAAGGACCAGTTGCTGACTGACCAATTCCATGGTAGCGTTAGTTTGTCCAACTTGATTTTGGTAAGCACGTCGACGAGTTCACACAAGTCTCCATTGTCGATCACTTCCAACTCTTTGGACAGATATTGGTGCAGATGGGGTCTGTTGACAATTTCTTTTAGTAATCCGTAGGGAACATCCTACAGTTTGTCCAGTCTTGGAAAACCATGCTCCAAGAAGGCATCCAAAATTTCTTTGGGGCATGATTCTGTGTCAATGTTTACGGAACAATCGTGAAGTGTTGAAACAACCAATTGCCAGAATTTGGGCTAGGTCAATATGTGCATCTATGGTAATTGCCAATCCTCTCCTTCGTCATCAATGTATGATTCTGTACATAAAAACTTTTTGTGGCATTTCTGTGGTATGCTATCCAGCAGATCGTAATAGTGCTAGCATATAAATAGTTCTTCCGTGTCAATGCTGAAATATATCAATTCAACCTATTGGATGAGTGGATTAACAACAATACTCTTGAGATGCTGAAACAGTGCTTTATGGTCATCTGGTCCTATATCCAAGTGTTCACTGTAGTCATAGGAAATGCCAAATAACACATTCTTGGGCCATGATTGGTTGACGATTTTCATTAATTGGTCAGTGGCCTCGATGGTCATTGGATTTTGGATGCTCAAGATGATGGTTTGACGATGCATGCATTGGGTGAAGCGACGCAGCTTTGGTTCAAAGTCGGGTAGACAACCCATGTCGATATACAAGGTAATGCTCTTTGTACCGCTATAGTAGGCATCACCAAGCAAAAAATCGTTACGGTAATCAATATTCTAACAAGTGTGCATGCGGCTGGTGCGATAAATGGTGCGCATCGGATCGGACAGAAAGTAACCATAGTCTCTCTTGGGACAGCCAGCATCCCCATGATCTTCCTCGCAGTTACATGGACTATGGTCGTAATCCAAGTAGGATAGAAAGGAAAGGATGTAAAGTCGCAGATTGTGGTTGATGGTGTGGTAGGGGTAGTCGAGAAGAACGGACATGGGGTGGAGTGTTTGTGATAATAGTTTTTTTTGTTGACCATACCCACTCTTGTATGCACCCAATTATCTGATATTTTGGGATTTATAGTTTGGTTAAATTGAGTCTTTGAATTCAGTGGCGATGTTGAACAAATAGTTAAAAATTGGGAAAAGGTCCAAAATATTTTTTTTTGAAAATCAAATTTACTTTTTTGGTCAGTCTGAGTTTTCAAAAGTTGATGTTACAAAAAATTGGCACTGACGAAAAAGATAGGTGCAGGTGCAGACTGCTACTTGGTGGTCTTGCTTGCTTTGGGTGCCATGATGACGGATAAAGTGGTTGTTTTTGAGGTTGCCGTTGGGGTATCCGCTGAGTTAGAATGTGAACTTTTTTTGCGACGCTACCGTCTGCGTCTTTTCTTTTGTAACGACTGCTGGTCATTTTCGACTTTCGTTTCAATTAGTATGCAAACAGGAATATCTGTCGCAGTCTCTACTTTTTTAGGCACACCAACAATGTTATGTTGTGGTTCAATAACATTATCATCTCGTGGTCGCAACCAAAGTATGACTACAACAATAATGTATACTGTCGCGCATGCAAATGTTATTGTCGCGTATCCAAACATTAACTGTAATAAAGGTGCAGAATGTTGATGAATTTGCTATGGCAAAGATATGAGTGTTGTATGAAGGCGCATATCAGTGGGTGCGTTGGATGGATGTCTTTTTTTTCGATGACAAAGGTCAAATGACAAGGGCTTTTTTCGGGTGCTGCTGGAAAAGTTTTGCAAATAAAAATTATACTCCTCCTTTTCGTAAACCACCAGTGCGCACCCTAAACAAACAACCAACACCAATAACATGCCCAAACAATCATCGTCACAAGAAAAACGTTAGTAGTTGCGCATCTTGGTCACAGGCACACGCAAAAGCATCAAAGAAAACAAAAAATGGGTCCAAACAATCTGCAAAGCACTCGACGATCTGAACAGACACATTGTTTCCCATGCCTTCGCATCCATCACCTTTAAACCATCCGAAGTAGTGTTAATTCACGGTGGTTGCTCTGGTGTAGACAAATTCTGTGCAGGCTATGCTCGCGATGTTTTGGGTTGGCAAGAAAAGTGCTACGAAGCAGACTGGTCAACCTATGGCAAAGCAGCCGGACCCAAACGCAACGGCCAAATGATCAGCGAAGAAAATCCACACATTGTCATTGCCTTTCCGTTCAAGGATATTGGCAAAACAACAAAAGAATCGAGTCCGGGAACCTACGACTGTATGAAGCAGGCTCGTGAAAGTGCAGCCCAACGATCGGACAGCAAACTATACTACATCTTAGAGTATCCTTTGGAAACAGTACAATCGACTGCATCTGCGGCCTCTCCTGCCAAAATCCAGAAACAGCAAAAGATGTCCACAAAAACTAGTGAACAAACTGTTGATGTAAAAACAAAAACCAAAGGCAAAGCAAGCAAAAAAGATGACAATGTCAAAATGGTCAAGTTATCGGCATTCATCACACAACAAAAGTAAATTCATAGATTTATAATTGGATACAGTTTTTCAAATTCTTTCTTCTCTTTGGATGTAGATTTCTCATGAGGCACAGTCATGTCTATCCAACGAGCGTATCTGACAATGCGTTCATGTGTTGCTGACCCGCCATCTTGCGTAATTTGGTTTACAACTTCTTGTGGTGTCATGTCTGTGTTACAGATGCGCAAGTGAAAGTACAGTAATGAAAAGGGAACACAGAATCTGCCCTTGTCCTTCCAACAAGATGCTTCTTGAATTGCCAACTTCTATGGACCCGTTTCTGGACAGAATTTGGATGTTTCGATGTATGTGTATCTTCTAAAATGTTTATGAACAAATGCTCGGATCAGTAAGTCTACAGATGGATCGATATCAATACGAGGCTGGGTTTCGCTGTGCTGAATCCAGAAGCAACCATTGGGTTCGAATCTTTCTATGGTCTTGTTTTTGTGGTCAAGCAACAACATGTTTACGTGCAACAATTGCTCTTTTGTCTTGTCTTGAAAGTTGATTTGTATCATGAGAGGCAGAGCAGAAAGTTTCTTGTTGTTGTGTTCTTTCATCCAACAAAGTGTATCCGAATTGAGATCATATTTGCTGGAGACTATGTTGCAATGTTGGTCAATTTCGATTTCTGTCCACAAGAAATTTTCGTAACTATGTGTATTTGTTCCAATGTTGCATATGTTTGTCGAGTATCGAGCAGATTGATGGTTTCTCAATAGATGTTGCATCCAATAAACCATCTTACCTACAAGACCGACCCATTTCCAATCTTCTGTTATTTCAATGTTTTGCAGACTTTGGTCTAGTTCAACAATGTTGGTCGGTATCTGGGAATGAGAATGGGTTGAATGTTGTTTAGTGATCTTTCTTTGTTTTACAATCTTGTCAGGTTTGGTTGTTGCAGAAAAAGTTTTGGACATTCAAAAAATTTTTGGAGGTTGCAACTTTTTTTTTCGGTGGTCAGTGTTTCAAAAATTTTTTGGGTGTCACAGGTTTCTAAAAATTATTTTGCTTTTGACTCTCAAAATTTTTTTTGGACCCAACTTGCACAACAACACCTCACACCAAAAATAAAATTGGTTACTCTTAGTCCATCATTAGTATATCTTCATCTTCATTCAAACAATTTACAACTTTCTTTTCATACTATGAACTCTAAGCAACAAATCCAAAAGGTTGTTGTCCAGATATCTGCTATTCCATACATTGAATAACATCAGATTGCTTCATCAGGTGACAAAGGATGCCGAACCACTGTTGTTCAGGAATCAAAGACCCCATCTGACTGCCCATTGTTTTGCATACAGTCTTGACACATTGTACTTTCCATGTTGTTGGTATTGATGGAATAGATTTGGTCAATAACACGATGATATCATTTTTACCTTGAACAGTTGCCACACCCAAAGCAGTTCTAACAGATTCCTCAAAACTTGGAGTCTAAACTGGTTTCGCTACAGAAGCACCCACAAATGAAAATCCACCTGCATTGTTGTTTGGCTGCTATGTAGCCGGTGTTGTAATAATCTACTTGTTTGCATTCATATTGAGTTCAGCACCATATCGCACAAGACTCTAAACAACTCTCTGATCCTCCAACAACACCTTCAAACATTGCCACTTGCACTCTGACATGGCAACTTTCAACACTTCATTATCATTGGCAGTCGGATCGTTCATTGGCTATTTCAACAATCCTTGCAACTAAGCAAAATCATCTTTGCGGACAATGTCAACAATTGCCAAAGATTTTGGAGGTGATGTAAAACCAAACTGCGTCGGTTGCTATTGTTGCTGCTACTACTACTACACAGGCATTGATCCAAACGACGGCTTTGTTCCATAGCTTTGGACGGCAGTGAGTATGGGCGATTGAAATTTGGATGCAGGCATGAACTGTTAGGCGAAAAAGAAGAAGAAATTGGTTGTTTGTTTTGATCACGTGTTTTGACATGTTTTATCTCGAAATCAGCACATACATCTCGTTTTTAGTTTCAACAATATTCAATTCATTCAATATTTATTAGTTTACAGTCCGAACGCAGCAAAAGCGCTGGCGGGCTTCTTTGTTTCAGCGGCGGCAGCAGCAGGTGCAGCAGGAGCATCACTGGTAATACCGAATGCAGCAAGAGGATTGGCAGCCTTCTTGGGTGCATCGCTAAAGAGACCGAATGCGGCAAGAGGATTGGCAGACTTGGCAGGAGCAGCAGCGGGAGCGGCAACAGCACCAGCCTGTCCAAGACCCTGGAAGTTCTGGAATCCGGCAAGAAGACCGTTTTGTTGAATGGCAGCAGCAGCCTGGGTAGCACCAGCAGCAACAGCCAAATCGTGGACCAACTTGGTAATGGGACCCTCCTTTTGTTCCTTCTTGATGACACCATTGACATCGACGGCAAGAGCATGGACGGTAAGGGCGTTCTTGGCAATGGCCTCATCAATGAGTTCCTTCTTGTTGATGCAGTCAATGACATCGACGTAGGTCTGAATGAGTTCACGGAGACGCTCCTGATCCTTGGGGCTGTGGCTCATGGACTGGAAGTGTGCCTGAATGGCAGCCTCCAACTGAACCTCGTCCATCTTGGAATCGAGTTTAAGCTTGAGAATGTTGCGAGCAATGCAGACGTACATTCTGTTCTCGGCAGCCTTCTGTTCCTTCTGGAGTTCGAGAGCCTGCTTGGCAAAAGTAACCAAAGCATCGCCCTTGGCCTTGCAGCTGGGGTTCTTCTTGAGGGCCTTCTCCAAAGCAGTAATGAGTTCTTCGGGCTTCTTTTCCTCGATTTCCTCGTACTTGACGCCGAGTTCCTTGGCAATCGAATGCAAAAGAGTCTTGGCAGCACCCAAAGAGGCTTCAGTTACGTTACCATCGTACTTGAGGACGGCCATGTCCTTGAGAGTTTGCATGAGATCGGCATCCTTCTGAGCCAAATCGTAGACAACGCGCAACAGAGAACCCTCACGGAAGGAAACTTCACCATTGTGAGTGTAGGCGGGAACCTGAGCAGCCAAAACGTTCTTGACGTCGCAGCCAATCTTCTTGCAGAGTTCGTTAACCTTGGCCTTGGCCTAGTCGGAATCGAGACCCTTAGCACCAGACATTGGATGCTTCAGCACCTTCTTGTAGTAGCGCTTGAGGCTGACGAGGAACTTGTTTCTTGCGGGGAAGTGAGTACCAATGACGGCAGCGAGTTCTTCTTTGCTGAGACTATCGACGGTAGTCTTTTTGTTGAAAAGGAAGGACATGGTTTGGTTGTTGATTAGTGTGAACGGTTAAACACGAAAGTTTTTTTGAAGGTTGGATTGAGGACCCTAGTCTTTACCAATGCGTAACGAAAAAAATTCTTATTCAAACGCCCGAATAACATTTGATATGAAAGAGGTCAGACCTTCGAAAAAAAATTTGTGGCCCCATTATTATTTTTTCCAAACACACAACGACAAATTTTTTTTGTTCAACAAACAAAACTTTGCCTTGATATTTCTTTGTCGCTCTGTTCTTCCTGCTCTGCCTGCTGTATCAATCAACATACTTGAAAACCTTTAAACTAAAAAAACTATGCCTACCGATCCCATCATTTTTTACTGCAAGGAATCTCATATTCCCGAAATGCGCATCGAACGTGTCGACATTGGTCTCATCAGTGCCGAAGAAATTGAAAGACGTTCAGTTGTTCATGTTTCCGAGGCCAATATTTACGACAAGAGCGTACCCCGAAAAAATGGACCCAATGACCACCGAATGGGTGTCGTTGACCGAAGAATGCGATGCGGCACTTGTGGTCATCGAGTTGACAGATGTCAGGGCCACGAGGGTCATATCAAACTCGCATATCCCGTTTATCATGTTCGATTTACGGATTTGGTGCTAAAAATGCTGCGTTGTGTCTGCTTTTGGTGTTCCAATTTGCTCATTGATGTCAACAAGAACCAAAAAGCTAGACGCATCATTGAACAAGATCGTGGTATGGAGCGTTTTTAGTTGCTAACCAAGGTGCATCCCGACATTATGTACAAGGAAGTTGCCTTTTGTGCTTGTTGCGGTGGAGTGTAGCCTAATTATAATCGCAAAGGCGGACCGTTGAATATTTAGGCAGATTTTAGCAAGGCCAAGAATTTGATTGCAGAACGAGGTGGTCAGGTGTTGTCAGTCACCATTGCCGCGAATGCCAACTCTTCTTCTGTTGATGCATAGTCCCCTTCTTCTGCCTAGCAGACATAGATTAATTTTCAGATTCCACATACCCTAACAAGCGAAGATGAAGAGGTAATGAACAAACCATTTACTGCTAGGCAAGCAAAAATCATTTTGGACCAAGTTCCCGATGATGTTTATTCCATCTTGGGTTTCGGACCATTGATGTCACATCCCAAGAATAGTATCATGACCGTTATGCCCGTTGTTCCTCCTACAGTTAGACCATCCATTGTTGAGACTGAAGGAAGCAGAACACGTGGATAGGACGATTTGACTCACAAGTATCAGGACATTATCAAGGCCAACAATGATTTGATCAAGTTTGCCAAGTAGTACAACTTTGACATTATGAAAAATGACTTGGATGATTTTTGTGATGTTGTTGCCAAGGTTGCCAATGGTATTGCCGAAGAAAAGGCCCGAACAGATTTTCTCAAGTTGGCCTATACCAAAGTTGAACGCTTACAGGACGAGGTTGCTGCTTTTATTGACAATGAGGTTCGCGGTCAGAAAAAGAGTGTGTAGCGTTCGGGTGCACCAACGGTTTCGCTGAGCAAGAGACTCAAGAGCAAAGAGGGTAGAATTCGCGGTAATTTGATGGGTAAACGGCACGTGGAAGCATTGCTTTTTTATGTTACTCGATTGTACTATGCTAACTCGTTCTTTTTTGTTCTTGTCCATGGCAGTGTTGATTTCTCAGCGCGTACAGTCATTACTCCCGATTCACACATCCACATGTCAGAAGTTGGCATTCCCTACGATCTGTGCATGAAAATGACCTACAGAGAAATTGTCAATAGCCACAACATTGACGACCTCACCCAGCGTGTTCATAACGGACCCGGTTACCTGCACGGTGCTCAAACAGTTATTATGGATGACAATACCGTAATTCACCTTGACAGCGTGCCGGACCGTTCTCAAATCAACCTAAAGATTGGATGGGCAGTCGAGCGTCACTTGAAAAAGGGTGATTTGGTAACAATGAATCGCCAACCTTCACTTCGCCGTGTTTCGATGATGAGGCATAAGGTGGTTCCACTGCCAGGAAAGACTTTTAGACTCAATTTATCGGTGTGTGCACCATACAATGGTATGTACTAATATTTGCTTGATATTGTTATTTGCGTATGCTTCATCGTTTACTAACTTGAATACCATTGCGAATTCCTTTACATTATCGTTTGAACATCACAATAGCTGATTTTGGTATGTAATTGGCGCATATTTGTTACTATTTGTTATGCAGTCTTACTAACTTTGTTTCTTTTTATAGATGGCGATGAGATGAATCTTGGTATGTACAGAAACTTTGTTGTTCATCGAAATTGAAACTTGCTAACGCTCATATTTTTCCAACTAACTACTCAATAGGTGTTGTTCAAAATGAACTGGCCCGAGCAGAAAAAGATGTCCTGATGGCAGTCGAACAGCACATTGTTACGGGCCAATCCAACAAACCCGTTATGGGCGTAGTCCAAGATGCTCTGTCCGGCAGTTTCTTCCTGTCCCGCAAGAATTCCATGTTTACTCGCGATGATATGATGCAACTCATGATGCAGATTGAACATTCGCCCATAGATTTGCGCAACTTGCCAGCACCTGCTGTTTTCAAACCTGTTCCCATGTGGACCGGTAAGCAAGTATTTTCCATGATTGTTCCCAAAAACATTAGTTTGGAACGTGACATTCGTGATCTCAAGGCAAACAAACTTGACAAGAACAAGAAGGAAATCGATCAGTCCAAGTACAAGTGGATTGAGGAGATTGAAGATGAACGCCTGAAACAGTTGACTCTCGATGCTGTGTAGGATGTTGTTATGGATGCAGATGAACGCAGAGTAGTGATTCGAAATGGTGAGTTACTTTCGGGAACGCTGTGCAAACAGTCACTCGGTGCAACGGCTGGTGGTTTGATTCACATCATGTATCGCGATTGTGGTCCTTAGCGTACTTCTGATTTTATTAGTGACACACAGTATATTGCCAACTATTTCTTGTTGATGAGAGGTTTGTCTGTTGGTGTGGCAGATGTCATGATTCGCGAAGAAACAAAGTAGCGTGTTCAGAATCTTGTTAACCGTGCCGTTACTGCCGTGGATGAAGCCATGAGCCAAAAGTTGGAAGGTGTTTCTGCAATGGAAGTTGAACAGCATGCATCCAAGATTACCAACTAGGTGTTGGACTATGCAGGTCGTATCGTGCAAGAAGAGACCAACGTTGACAATAACACCATCTTTGCTATGGCTCTGTGTGCAAGTAAGGGAACACCCATCAATACTTCACAGATTCGCGGTTGCATCGGACAGCAATCGAACGAAGGTCAACGCATTCACTCCAACAACAAGCACGGCATCGATGGCGGTAGAACATTGCCCAGTTTTGCAGCTGGAGAAAAGTCGGCATTGAGTCGCGGTTTTGTGGGAACCAATTACAGAGACGGTGCTTCGCCATAGGAATTCTTTTTCATGATGGTTTCGGGTCGTGAAGGTGTCATTGATACAGCTGTCAAGACTGCCGAGACGGGTTATGTCCAGCGTAGATTGGTCAAAGGTATGTAACATGCACTGTTTTATTTGTTCTTCAGATACAACTAACCTTACCATTGACTTTATTTGACCAATTTCAGCCCAGGAAGATTTGTTGGTGTCATACGACGGCACGGTTCGCAATGCCAACAATGAAATCGTCGAGTTTGCCTATGGTTCCGACGGCATGGACCCTGCACGCATTGAAAAGGTAATCTGCAACGAATTACTTTGGGACAATGAAAAGTTGTGGCAGACCTATGTGGAACCATTTGCGGCCAACCAGTATCAGCGTGACAAGTTGGAAGATGAATTGAAGCGCATTATTGCAGTTAGAGATGTACTTCGCAAGTCACATACAACTGTCCTATAGCCTGAACTTTAGAATCACTTGTTTGTTCCCGTCAACATGTATCGTTTAGTCGACCGCTTTGTTCAGGAAGAAAAGTTGAAGCGTGCGCCAATTCCCATGGGTCAAAAGCGACTCAACAATCCTTCTGTTTTGATTCCATGTGTCAACAAACTGCTGGACTCGCTCAAGAAGGAGGCACATGAGCGTTTTGAACATCCTTCCTTTGAGTTGCATGCACGACTGGCTTTGGCTCCTGTTCGTTTGTTGCACATTGATCCCAACTTTGATTTGGAAAGTATGGAATTGTTGACACAAAAGGTGGAGCGCGAATATCTGTCTTCATTTGTTGCACCGGGTGAAATGGTCGGCGTTATTGGAGCAGAGTCGATTGGCGAGCCCAGTACCCAAATGACCTTGAACACATTCGTAAGTATCCATAAAAACTTTTTTTGCCTACAAGCACAACCAACAACACATTGCTAACCAATTTTATTTGTTCATACACAACACAGCACTTTTCCGGCATTGCATCCAAAAATGTCACTTTGGGCGTTCCTCGTCTCAAAGAACTGGTCGACGTTACCAAGAACATCAAGAAACCCGTCATGACCATCTGGCTCAAGAAACCCTTTAGCAATTCCCAAGAATCTGCAAACATTGCCTGTCGCATGATGGAACAGGTTCAGCTTTCGGATGTGGTCAAGGCTGTTCACATAGTCAAGCGATCCGAAATGCCCGTTGAACTATCATTCCTCGACAACATGAGCCAAATCTTCAATGGTTCCCAAATGAACCCCGACAACTATTGCATGATCTTTGATTTGGATCGCTCCTTAATCATGGAACATGGACTGACACCTCGTGACGTGAAACAGGCCATTGAACGCAGTCTGGGGCAAAAGAGAGTCATTGTCGAAAGTAGCGAATACAACATGAAGCGCTGGTCCGTTGTTGTTCATTCTCATCAAGTCAATACTGCACTGGCTCAAGTAACGAATAACAACGAAAACATTAAGCGAACGGTTGCAAGAGGTTTGTTGAGCAGATTGAGCGAATACCTCAAGGAAAATGTTCGTATCAAGGGCGTTCAATAGTTGAAGCGTTGCCGTCCTTCAAGTGTGTCGACGACGGAATACGATGCACAAACAGGTTCAGTGCGCAGTGTTCCCAAGTTTGTCGTTGACGCTGAAGGCACCAATCTTCGTTCGATTCTCAGTTTGCCCTGTGTTGACAGCGACAGAACCTATTGCAACGATGTTCATGAGATTTCCCAAGTTTTGGGCATTTAGGCGGCCAGTTTGGTCTTGTATCACGAACTCAAGGCTGTCCTGTCATTCGACGGCACCTACATCAACGATCGTCATCTCATGCTTGCCGTTCACGCCATCACACACGAAGGTTTCCTCATGCCCATGACTCGACATGGCATCAACCGTCAGGGCAAGATTGGTTTCTTGGCTCGCAGTTCATTCGAAGAAACCGTGGACGTCTTTTGTCAAGCTGCCGCCTTTGCCGAAAGCGACAACATGGATGGTGTTACCCAAAATATCATGTTTGGTCAGACAACACCTCTGGGAACAGGTGTATTCCACATTCTCAGCGAAAAGAAACCAGAAGCCAAGAACAAGCACAAGATTACCAACCCGTGGGAATCCATGCTCACTCGCAAGAGATCTAGACCCGTTGACGAACAGTAGTAGTATTTCGAAGAACGCAAAGCCAAGCGCAGTCGTATGTAGCCAGAAGAATATGAACCCATGTATGCCAACGAGTCTGCCTATTATACTGACGAACAAGCAGCAGCGTATGCCGATGAGTCTGCCTACAATCCATATGCTCAGTACGCGCAGGTGCAGCCGGTTCTATAGAACCCAATGGTCGAACCCGTACGACTGCAGGCACAGGATTACCATTACCAGAACAACTCTCCCTCATCTGCAAGTATGGACGTATTAAGACTCGACAATGACAACGAACTTCTCGCCCTTTTGGATTCGTTCGCGGCAAACAGTAACGAACATGCAGATAGTGTTACTCCCATGTCCGAACAGTAGCCAATACAAGAATCCAGCGACTCGTCGCAAATACAGTCAACATGGGACATGCCCCAAATGAACGGAGAAGTTGCAACCATGGCAATGCAGCAATTCCAACAGCACTACAACCATCATCATAATCATCAATAGGTACAATATTGTCCAAGTTCGCCGTCAGGTCATTCATGGTCACCCATTGTGCATGCCGAAGAAAACATGTCCGATGTGTTGGTTGACGTGGAGAGCATGCCGATTGTGTACGATTCGAATGTTTATGACATTTACAACAATATGCAAATGTGAACGGCTAGTGTTAACATCTCCAATAAATCAACTGATACAGTAAATCTTTTATTTGCAAATTCACTTTGTTCACTATTTCTTCTGGAAAAATGACATGATCTGTAAATGGCTAATAGATCGCAACTTTGGTTGCTGTCAACTCGAAAAAAAATGTTCGTTAACATAGAAAAAAGCAGAGCAGGCTTTCCATACATTGCTCCATAAGCTGGTCCAGTAATTTTTTTTATTTTTCCGTTCCATAGTCTTCCAAACAACAAATACATTATTCATAGTCTCCTCTGACATCAAAAAGAAAAAGCATACCAATTAATCATGTCCGCCACATCAACATAGCAATAGTATAACAATGCCACTACTACCATGCGCAGAAATCGCTTCTCGACCATCATGACACAGCCCAGACAGTCGAGCGAAACCACCAGCTTCAAGAGAAAGCCGACTGACGAACAACACCTTAAACAACAAAGACAGCAGAGAATCCACATTCTCCGTCAATGGGCGACAGAAGCAATCTAGGATGCACATCATTGTAGATTTAATGCGGATTAGCCTATCCAATCCTCTCATGAAGAACGTTTGCCGTACATGTTGGCGCACAAGAGACTCTTGAAAAGAATCAGCAAAGAGAATGGCGACATGCCCGTCAACAAGAGCGATTTATTTATGATCAACAATGACCCCATCATTCAAACTACATTGTGCATGAAGGATTTGGCCATTTGGTCGACTCACATGGCTCTGTTAAAGATGCTTTTGGCCCAGAATATGGCTACCACTACTACCGCTTCGACTGCTACTGTCTCTATACCTACAACACCGGAAGCTTCACCAAGGAGTCCTCTGAACGCAATGTTTTAGCGTCCGGCTGCCAATTTTGAAGAGTTTATGGACCAGGTTTCCAAGTTGACCATGGCAACGCGCAAGGAAAATGACAAGAATCTTGTGATTTGCATTACCTTCAAGAGAGAGCAGGCTGGAACCGAAACGGAATGCAAGTTCCCCAATTAGGCTACTTTTGTTGCGATTCGTTACCTGTTGCGTCCTTATTGGATCAATTTGCCTGGTGTGCCTCCTCAATGGCGTCAGGTCCAAACTCTGTGCGAAACGGATGACGCTGCGATTGTGGATGCTTGGTTTGGTTATTTGTTGAGACATCGTGATATGAACGGTGGTACTTGGTAGCAGTTTTCCAAGAATCACAAGAATTTGTGCAAGGTTGGTGCTTCTTGGTCCGATGTGATGAACAATAGACAACACCAAGAACAATAGCAACCAGAAACTACTACGGGTAATGTGATTGCGATGGCTTGAACCCAGAATAATAATAAAAATATACAACAATGTCATATTTCTTGTTTTGCACCAGTTACAAATCTGATTCTCATTTCTTCGGGTTCGATGGTGTAGCCTGCATCTTCCTTTAGCAGCTTCTTTGCCTTGAGTTTTTTGGTCAATTCATTTGCCTGATCCTTGTTCTGCATGCAGGTGGTAAAGTATTTTTGCGTCAACTAAATGGAACCAACGTATGGGACCACCAATCGGTTGAGCATGACAGATTTGCGCTCATCGTCCAGAAGTTTGGTAATGTTATTGAACATGTAGGTGCACTCATTTGTCAGAGGCGGCGACACAATTTCCATCCATTGAAAATTCATGTGCATAGTGAGCGAAGACCAGTCCTTGTCGACACGGTATTGCGCCTTGCAAATTTGGAGTGGGAATCCGCCAAATAGGGTGCCTTTAAGGTAGAGGATTTCGCCACTTTTGAGGTCAGAGGGTCGGGGTTCTTGTTCTTCTTGGGGTTGGTGTTGTGTGGTGGTCATGGAAAAATTTGGTGAAGCAAGGGTGTGAGGTGCTGATTGTTTGTTTTTCTGCTTTATTAAACTTGATCAAAGTTTTTACATTCTCTGTGTTTTCACATGTTCCTTGTTAGTCGCACTTCCTTGAATGGCCTAGCCGGCATACCTTAGCTGCTCCGAAGAGGCACCAAGGGCTTAGGGATTTGTAAGTTGGTTACATATTTGGGCGCGTTAAGGAGATAAATGTTGCGCGCTGCGTTGTGGTCTCTGTCTGCCCGTAAGTTGCAATGGCTACAGTTGAAGCGCTTGTTGCCACCGATGTTCGCGTGCTGCCAACCACAGTGGCCACAGGTTTGCGTGGTGTATTCCTCGGTGCAGATGTGTACGCGGGTTTGGCAGGAGGGGTGCGCGCTTAGATTTAGTAGCCTTTGTCTGAATTGGTAATGCTTCAGAGTCAGCATGTTTCTCGCTGTTTTGTTGTCTATTTTTCGGGTTGCTCTGAGCACCATTTCTGAGGTTCGGAATTCTGGTAACAGGATAACGTCGTATTCGTTGATCAGTTCGCGGCACAGCTTCTTGTGCATATCGTCGACCAGATTCTTAATGCGCTGTCGTTGTTTCTGTAGAGCGCGCCTCATCCGTAGTCTCTGTTGGCGCATCTTGGGACCATGATAGTTCTTCTTATGTTTGGCAATTTTGGAAATAAAGTTGTCCATGTGCTTGCACAATCTGTTGATTCTCTAGATTGCCTGAGGGGCAAAATCGATAATGCTACCATCATTGGGACAATAACCCGTAAGCATGGTTCTCACATTCGGGTCAAGAGCAATGATCCTAGCGGCACGCTGAGCCTCTGTGCTCGATGGCGGGGCAGGCAACTCCTTCTTGATCACGTAGGGAATACTCAAGAAGTAACGATCCGAACGAGTGTACCACTTAAGATCCGCCATAATATAGTATCCTAGGGCGCCATCTTTAAAGTGTACTATATCATCCTGCTTATCAATTACGTATTTAAAGCGCTCATAATCCTTGTAATTTTTGGGTTTCAAGGGACTCTTTAGTAAGTAGTTTGCTTTTACGCCACTGACCCTTTCCTATTTCTTATACTTCCTCTCTGGGTCATGAAAATAAAACAAGAATCCCTCTTTGTTCAAAATCATAGAATACTCATTTTTGCCGCCACTGGGTGAAATCTTCATGGACTACTCTAAATCTCTACGAGTACGAAATTTCTTTGGTCCATTCGTATGTGTATTCAAAGCAGCCGCCGAAGCGAACGATGAAGTCACACTTTCCTGGTACTACTTATACGCAGCATCTCTTATTGCTCTAGGTGCATCAAAGTACCACTAATTCTGTTGCAAAAATTGTGGCGTCTGTAGTGATTCCGAAACGATTTCATTCTTGATGTCATTTTCTTTGCGCCTTTGCTGTCTAGGAAGCAACTTGTTCTATCTGTTTGCATCTAAGGCTCTATTGTAAGTGGTTCTAGTTACACCAATCCACTGACGAATGAGTCGTTTCTATTCCAACGTCGGCGCAATCTCAATTTTCCAAGACCGTGTAACCTGCTAACCGACCACGTTACTTTGTACCTACTGAACAGGTTTAAACTACTCAGGTATCCGTGTTACACCAGAAGTAGTAACACAACTGGTCCAAGAAAGAGGCTCCCTTGTCCATTGTCCATTCTAGTTATTCACCAAAGGATGCTGCTCGCCCAAAGCCCTAAACCCAGCCGTCCAAATAGGTGACATCTTATAGGGCATCTTTTGCCGCTTCTAAGACTATGCAGAATTAGCACCATCAGGAGGAGGTTCACGTTGTCGTTTACCCATTGATAGGCTGTAAAGGGACGAAAAGAAAAAAGAGTGTTTTGTTCGATGTGATTATTTGTTGTCCACCAAATTTAAGCCAAAACAGACTACAAAAAATAGCGTATGTGAAAGCAACATTTTATTAAAAAAATAAATATGAAATTATACAGAGCAACTGAATGAAAAAAATACGTAAAACATGTATGACTAAGTTTGAATAATTTTAAAAAAGCTGTTTTGTTTTGGCAACCGAGTTGAACAAAAAAAGTTGACGTCAAAATTATTTTTATTACATTTGCTTCGCTGATTGGCTTCCGAATTCATTTGGTCATTGAGCCAATTTGACTCTTCTCAACAGCTGCCCCATTTGACGACACATTCTTCTTGACATCTTCTGCTGTTTTTTCGGTAATGGCAGTTGTAGTAGTAGTAGCATTTTGCATCTCCAATTGAATGTTGTAGTAATACGTTTCTGTCAACGAAATAATGTTGTCTGCCAACTCTTCAAAATCAACCATGCTGATGTGCATGAGAATCTGCGACGATTGTCTAATACTCAACTTGCGATGACGAATAACCTGCAACGACAGTGCTTCCAACTGTTCTCCAACATTCTTTTGATAAGTGAACGCCCTAAAAGTCCAAAGATGATTCTTGGGCTATGTTTCGTCAGCAACAAGTGCCCATAGAGAAACCAAATGGTCCAAATTGTCACCAATGGTCTTGTAAATCTTGGGGTCTATGCTACCGAAATCTTCGTACAGTCGGTGCATGGCCAAACATAGTTCGCCATCCTGTTTGAGGTATTCCCACTTGTACGGTCCCAAATCTTTGCTTCTGTTACGATGATTCTTCATGAAGATGGAAAAGGTTCCCAATAAACCTCCAATAGCTGCGCCGAACATGGCTGCTTGGGTTACGGTTTGAATGTGCTCAGATGACATTTGTCCAGTAAGTATGTAAGTTTGTTTTGAATGAGTCTTGCTTTGTCTTGTTACCAACGATAAAAATTTGGATACCAAAAATAATTTATTTGAAAGGGAACATCATTTTTTATTGTTATTGTTACTATTGCTGTTACAGTTGGACGTGTCCAACCATTGGGTTTTATAGAACCGGTTACAGCATATCGACTCTTTTGACAAACACCAATACGGAATGCAGGTCCAAAAAGCTAACGTCATCTTCACGATTTTCGCTGCGCAACTTGTCAATGTTCATGTCATCTGAAGTGAGATTCATGCGACGCATAAGGTTACTGTTCTTGTTGTTGCTCAATTCAAAGGACAAGAAAGATGCAAATGTTTCGCGAAGAGATACTTGGAAACCTGCTTCGTAGGCCATGTTGATAAAGTCGTGCAAAAGGACAATGTATTCGTGAGCAGAGAATACACGAGGTTGTAGGTCACCGACTTGAGTACGCAACATGAACAGATAGGGCATGCCACGAATTGGTTCTTGACGAAGTGTTTCGGGTTGACCTGTTGCGGCTGATGATGTACCCAAGAGCATGGCAGGATTTTCTCTTAGATATTCACGACGTGCCTGAACAGAATAGTGCTTGTTGTCGTATTTGACATACTGGGTATTGTCACTGGCAGTAACGAGTTGTCCCTTGTTGACCAAGTGAGAATGGATTTTGCTGCCATCGGGAACGGTGCAGATAAAGACTCCGTCGGCCGTAAGGACATTAAAAACATTTTTGAGCATCTGTTTGGCAGCATCGTCCGAGAAGAGCATGTACTGCAACACAGAGTGCATCTGAACAACGTTAAACTTGTTGGACAGGTTCCATTCTGTTGGGAGCGGGACACAAAAATCGGTATTGATGATCAACTTTTCGGGATTGCAGTCTGGACCAAATGGTGTGCGAGCAAGCATGTTTTCGGCAGCACCCAAGTTTGATTCACTAACGTCAACGAGTGCAATAGACTTGGGTTCGTAGAGTCTCCACTTTTTGATGTCGTGACCTCTGCCGCAACCAATGTCCATGATGCTGATGCCTTTGCGTGTAACATATTTGGACAACAGGACAGACTTGATGAAACTGGTCATTTGCTTGACGAAACTTGTACTGGGTTGTGTTTGAGCAACAGATGCAGCACTGCTGAATGAACCGAAACGAGTGGTCTGTTGTTGAGGAGTGATGGGTGTTCCAGGAGTAAAGGCTTCATCTTCGGGAATGACAAACTGGTAACGACGAGTCTTGGTGCCACCGTTTTCACCCAATGCAACCAAATTGTCTGTTGAACCGTATTCGTCTTCGGCACCATTGTTTTGCTACTTGTTGGCAGCAGACAGTGTTTGACGTTCAGACTACAGGTTGTTGTAGGTGTCGCGGACAACGGCACTTTCGGCATACCAGTACATGCTTGGCAGACTGTAGTAGTGAGGTAGCTGTTGGACCTGTTGGGCCTGGGTGTTATTGTCAGTCATGGTAACATCATCGTCAGTAACAACAGAAGCAGCGTGTTGTTGTTGGGCATGCCCAACTATTTGAATCTGAAGGTTCTGTTGCTGAAACTGTTGGTTTTGGTTGGTGACAATGGACAAGGAAATGTTATTGTTGAACGTGGCCGGCTATTGTTGCATATTTGAAACTTGTGCGTGTGTTGGAGGTTGAAGTAAAGGATGGCGATTGATTCGAACCGAAAAAATGCGATAACCAACAATATTCAACAAACCGTGGGTGATTGCGTTTTACAAGAACCGAAAATAAATTTTATTGGGTAGATTGCTGACTTGTTTCTCCGTTATTGGTTGGATATCTGGTCAAAAATTCTGCAACATAGGCATCGACATCGAAACCTTCCGGAACTTTGTTGCTCTTTTTGATATTTTCTTTTGCCCACATGGGTTGTAGATTTGAATAATGGAAACATGCTCGTTGATGGTCGGGATTTGTATGATCAAAAGCGGCACATGGGATCTGATGGTCAATGTGCCATGTTGAATGGCCATGGTTTTCCCAAGACATGCCCTCTTTGAATTGAGACTCGATATGTTCACGCAACTGTTGCTTGCTGCACCCAACTAGTTCCATGGACTTTGCTGCTTTCGGTGCAACACCTTTAACGATTTCTCGTATTCGCTTACGACAATATTCAGCTATGCGATAATTTGGATCGGTTGCCCTTCTTCTTTTAGTATACGCGTTATTCCTCAGCCTTTTTACTGCTTTAGTCTATTTAAACTTTTCCGTAAGACGACACTTACTACATTTCGATGTAATCCCATCCCAATTGTTCTTTGATTTGTTGAACATAGTTGTGGCACGCCATTCATTACAATATGAACATGTGATATGATCAACACCATCAATTTCACGATGTTCTCGGCGTTTCCTTGGGCATCTTCGAGGTTCTTTTCCGTCGCGTTTTGCCTACCTACGATTTCTGCCATACTCTAATACAGCAGATCTACAAAGATGTGTAAGGCCATCGCGAAGGCCATTAGCAATACTAAAGTCTTCCAGTGGATGAAAGATGTCGCAAGCGAAACAATGCTTGTGTTCTACACCATCAATAAACTGATGCTCCTTAATATTCAATTTTGGCTAATCTGGGCTCTTTTTTGCATCTCGACGTTCCTTCTAGCGAGTATTAACTGCAGTTTTGCACCATCTGTAAAGGCCATCAGTTGTACCTTTGTCAATAGCAAAATTGTCTAAAGTATGATAATTTTTACAATATGAACACCATTTGTGTTCTACATCGTTAATGGTAGTGCGACGAGCAGGCTGTGCTGGCATGGGTTGCGATTTGAAGTGGTTTGTGAATTTATCATGATGAAATAGTTGATATACAAAATTTATAAACTTTTATGTAACAATTGCGTTTTATCGCTTCTTGACCTAATTATATTGCTGTATGGTGGAAACAAATTTAAACATGTTAGCTTTGCGTTACAGATAAAAATCAATTAAATCGTCCAATTAAAACCAAACCTTATAAAGTATGATAAATCCCAAAAAGAAGCTGCCATAAAAGAAATGTGTGGCAAGCGCACTCTAACGCTCCTCCTTCTTGATACCTCTCTTGTATGCTTGGCGCCACACTAGCCCAAATGTTACTATAAATTGGAGCATTTGCAGTACAATGTTGAATTGACCCACAAATTTCCAAAACCTCTTTTGTGCAGGTGTTTGCGCGCCACTGCCCCATGTGATTCTTGCCGCCGTGATTCCATACGCCAAACAATGGGAAATAACGTTTAGAAGCATGCCTGGAACAGCTGGCGCATATTTACCATTGATTTCTGCTGCCATAAGCAAGGGTTGATTCATATGATGCCAGCACTGGTACAATTTGACGAACGCTGTGCCCTCCCCGGTCATGAAACGAAGCGGTGTATCCATCATTTCGATAAGTTTCGTAAATGAGAAAATTCTAATCCAGTTGCCACTTTCTCCTTCATAGAGTTCATGACCATCGTCCAAAAGATTTTTGCCTTGGGACCAGAATTTGTACAGACCACGTCCCAATCCGTACGTCAGGACAATGGACATGAGTGACATTCTAACATTATGGCCAATGCTCAACCCTCTCCACGGCTTCGTATTTTTGCCAACTAACTTCTTGGTCAACAAGCAGATGGCCAAGTAGACCAGACCGGCCGTTGTTGCGTATTTGTAGCTGCCCATGCTGTCTAAAATGGTTTGGCGCAACTTTAGATACTTGTCCCACAGAGAAACTGCCTTGACCTTGGAAACACTGTCGGGTGAACCGGGTTCCTGGCCAATTTGTGATGTGTGTTGGTGGTCAATGGTGCTGGACATGGTTGTGTGATGTAACGTGAAGGGGTAGGGTGGGGAAAAGGTTTTGAAAAAATGTGACGAACAAGGGGTGAACACGAAAAGAAGAGAAAAAAGTGTTTCGTAGTTGCGAGTCCAATTTCTGAAGACGACGGATTTTTTTCATTGGGACCATTTACTTTTTTTCTTGACTGTCCTCGTTACAGATCGCAACATATTCGGTCCCGTAAATCAAAAACCGTCACATACTTTTACATATTACTACCATCAGAACCGACCAACCCAAAACCATGAACACCCTATCATTCCTCAAAGACAAGCAAATGCTTACTGCCATTAAAAATTCAGTCGATGCTGCCCAACACATTGAATGTCAACAATGTCGTCAAAAGTTGCTCTTGGAAGTCAAACCCATGATCAACCACCTGAAACAAGCCGTTGCCGAAAACGATCCTCGTGCACATGAAACCCTTCAAAAGGTTTACAAGACAGCAAGTGCTCTATTCTCATCAGAATGCACAAGTTGCAGACGCAGACTCATCTAGGAAGGAAGGCCACTTGCCCAACGTGCATATCAAGGAGCAAAACCCATTGCCAAAGATGTTGGAAAAGTGCTTCACAAGAATCTGGTCAAACTGATGAACAATAAAAACTGAACCTATGCATAATTACCAAATATACAATGTGTCTAGACCTTTTAACCCTCCATAACCACCTATCTGCACCATAGGACACAAATCATCAAGAATATATTGGAGTTGTTTTTGCGTATGGTTAGACCAGTGATCAAACTTGACCTTTTTCAAGTTTTTACAGCGCAACAGTATCTCCAAAGCATCTAAATAATTGTGAAACAACAACAATATTGAGTCAATTTCTTCTACAACACATGAAGGAATACCAAATTTGGCTTTACTAAACTACCACGGATGCCAGCTACAACGACAATGAAAACATTTCAATACACCCGCTTCGTTGCATAAACCAACAAAGTCAATCAACTCTTGCTTGAATCCACAACAGTCAAGAGTCAATTCAACATGTTTTTCTTTGAGAAAAGGAACAATGGACTATAAATCAAGATAAAAATTCTTCTCGATCTATTCGTACATGTCCCAGCCAATGATATTATACAAACCTGCACTATCCTCGTCATCATGCAAGCAAGGTAAATCTGTAACTTCGATTCTCAAAGTACGTAAATTCTAAAAACGAGTCAATAACGAAATGTGCTTTGCTTCTATAGTAGCAACTATATCAAGGTGAACAATTGTTTCGGATATGTACTCTAATGGAGTTTCAATAACGCGCATGTTATTATCATCAACATGAATATAGCTTACTTTCAAGGATTTGAGATTTGTGCATGTGGGGACTAATTTCATATAATCGCATACCGACATGGTGTTCAATTCAAGTGCAGTGACATGAGTAAATTCTACATGTTCATCTTCATGCCAATCTTGAGGACGATACATTTTTTGCTATTGCTTCGAAAACGGCACACAATTATATACTTTTGGTTTGAAACTCTCATCACTATTTCGACTATAATTCTGCAAGGGCCAAATCAGTTGTCTACTACCAAAAGTGATATTCCGAAGTTGAGCATGTTTTGGATTAATATATTTGAACCAATTCGTTTCCATACAGTTGTTGCTACAAGGAAAATACATGTTTTTGATTCTATGAAGAACAAATCCCAAGTATTTGGGCATTATCAATGTATACAAATTATCAAGCATAAATGATGAAAACACAAGATATATCTTTCGTGTAGGGTCTCTAGTAAAGTATCCAACTGCCTATTTGAATACTTTCTATGCATTTGGAGATGTGTCTAGTAGACAATCAAAGTTGTAATACTCAAGAATATAGAGTACAAGGGCATATGGCAAAATTTGATATAATGATTTCAGGTTTGCCTATTTGACAGAGGCAGCTGCATTCCAAGATACAATGAATTCAGCACATTCGGGGGTTAGATTGTGATATTGATACTTTTTGACCAATGTGTTGATATGTTCACTATCCAACGTTGTTGATTCACTTGGTTGTGATATGGAATAGTAGGTGCGTTTACGAGACTAGGGTGATGATGTCATTGATATGTATGTGTGACTAGGAAGGGGGAAGGGGCAAGATCAAGAAAAATATTTTGAGAGGTCCAACTTTTTTTTGCGGGACAGATTCGAAATTTTTTGGCGTTCTCAAATTTTTTGGACCAGACCCAATTTCAAAAATGTTTTGGTGTTCAGTCTCTCGAAAATTTTTGGACCACTTCGAAAAATATTTTTTTGGTGTTCACTCACTCACAACACTTGAACAAAGAGTTTGTATGTTTGTATCAAATAAACCTCAACCCAACAACACACCAACATGTCCAACAATAACAAAAGTCCACAACTTATTGACAGAATCAAATCATTGGTCAGCAAAACGGCACAGTCGGAAGCAGGTAAAGCCATCGGCAAAGAAGCAACAATGGGAGCCATCGGTTTTGGAACAGGTACGGGTGTTGGAGCATCATTGAACCTAATAGCTTGGCTTGCTACACCATATTCGTGGGTTGTATTTGCCGCACTTGTGTTGCTAATCATTGTACTCGGATTGTGTGTCAAGTTGCTGATTACCAACATTCAATTGAAGAATTGTCCCAACACCAAACAATAAAACCATTTGTCATGCACCATCAAAACTTGTTGTCTTTGTACTAAAAACAAAACACCAATTGTCGTTAACCAAAACAAAAAAACATGTCTAGTGCAACCCTCATTCCCGGATTCATCTCAGGTCTCTTTGTCAATACCTTTGGAACATTTGCAGTTGCCAACGTCGCAGCATTGATTGCATTGTTATTGATCCCCATACTTGTCATTTTGCTCATTGTAGCAGCAGTCAAGGTTAGCCAGAATGAAAAGTTACTTCAACAGTGTCAAGGGAGTGGGGTCAAAACTGCCAACAAGACCAGCAAAAAAGTCGTGACCTTTGCGGCAGCAGCAAAATAAAAGCAAGCAACACAACATTTTTTTCCATCAAAGTAGCCATGACCCTTCAAACCCTTCCTCCACTTTTGGGCGCCTTCGAAATTTGTCGCAAACAACATTCAAATGGCAATATTGAAGTTTACTCTTAGCTGACCACCATCTTTGACACCAACAAAATGGGATTTTCGTTCATGTTTGTTCACCGTGACTCTAAATTCTATTGTCAGTCTGTACAAACCTACACAAACAACTAGGCTTCTGGATATCTGTGCGAATTCGATATGGACGGAAAAGCAACTCGAACATTTTTGACCAATCGCGGTTGCATATACAGACTGTACGAAAATACCAATGCTTCACCATTTACCCATGCACCCAAAACATTGGAAGAGGCAGAAAGATTTGTCGTATTTGGCATGCGAAGACTTACAGACACGGACAACTTTTGGATACAAAGTGAACAAGGAGGTCGGTCGTTGCGCACAATGTACAACTTGATTCTATGTGCTTTTATAATATTGTTGTTGTTCCTAACAATTGTAAACTATTCAATGTAATGTTTATTTGATACCCGGCTTACGTTGCGACAATAATTGCTTGTGCAAAGTATCCATATCTTCATTGACCTACTTGATCATTTCTTTCAATGTTGGATTACTTTTCCATCCGCTAGTTTGAGGATACACATGTTCATTATGCTTCTTGCCAAAAGCCATTTTCATGTCGCTCAGATGAAGTTTGAGGTTGCTCTAAAACTAATCTGATCCACATTTCTACTTGCAGAATTCCAAAAACTTGGGAGCATGAATGTTGAAACCACTCAATTTGACTTCGGGAACAGGACTTTGTTTGTTGTACATGTAATGTTCAAGTATCTGATAAAAATAGTTACTGGCAGCCATTGGACCATCACTATTTCCATAACTAGGCTTTACAACTAAGCGCAATGATTTGAGGTTGGGGAACTTGTTCAGCAAAAGGCCAAACTTTTGGAGCAATTCGTCGTCAAAACCAGCAAGACTGATTGCAAGACTCTTGCACTTGTCAAACCGTTGGTCCATGAAATTCTTGACATCTCTGACAGCATTATATGTACAGTTGTCGATTTGAATATTATCTGCGCATGTAGCAATTTGATGCCAATCTTCCAAAGTAGGTATGTTCGTGCTACCATCTACAAGAACGGCAAACAGCTTGATAACATTTCTGTTGTTCAAAAGTTTTATCGTATTTGCAAATGCCTTTGGTCCAAGATAGTTTATGTCCAAAGTAAAATTGATGCGGATCTTTTTGAGAGCAGTCTCGTCCAAGGTGAGCAAATAGGATACAAACTTATTTGTCGTCTAGGTATCCAACTTGTTGGACTTTTTGAAGTTGCATTGAATGTTGGGAAGGTTCAACAACTTGACATCCGGAAAGATAGTATTCTCTGCAACTTCTATATTGAAAATGAAATTTTGGGGAACGTCAAGTCCTTTCAAACCACCGGTCTTGAGCAACATAACATCTTCATAATTTCGCTTGCACACCTTTGGTCTACAATCAGCAGAAATATTAATTACAACAGTGTCTGCTCCTTTTAGCAAAAATCTTGGATGACGAATGCTATAGTCTTTTACATGAACATGTTGACCAAAGATGTTGTAAATTGTCCTGCCTTGATCGCCTTTGAATATACCATACATGTCTCGTGGCAAATCGGACTCTATGGACTACAAAAACGACAGTACAACCAATTTAGTGTCGATGGGAAGCGGTTCAATTGTGGCAAATGTGAATATGGCAGATGTATTGGACTTTTTGGCGGTCATGTTGTATTTTGAGAGAGAAAGAAGTTTACAGGCAACCAAAAAAAAGAAACAAACGAACAACAAGAGAACAAGAGAACAAACAACAATAAACATTTCAACAAATAATAATATATCTATCCGCATTCGCATCAACTGCGCTTTGTATGCATCTCAAATCGCCCATATGTGTCCAGCAAGTTGCTGATGATAACCTTTTCCAAACTCTTGACGGCAGCATTCAAATTCGTTAGTTCAACAGTTGCAAGTCTGTCCGGCTTTGGCAGGTTATCCCTCGTCTTGGAATCAATATTAACCTCATAAGCCGACGACGACTGAATATAAAGTGCATAGATTTCCATGTACTATCGGACCTTTTCCTTGTGAGCACTCAAAGAATTATAAAGCATAATTTCTCGCAAGCACCAAAGGTTCTCATGAGAAAATTCCTTCCTGCAGTATGCTTCCAACTGTTCATACGAACTCTTATTCTTGACGCAATTCAACAACCTGTCCATTGCTACTGCAGTTACACCGCTACCAGTCGATGATCCAACAACACTTCCTTCTGCTGCGTTCTTCTCCTTCCAAACTTTGCGCAAATTAGCACGCTGTTTCTTTTCCCTATACCAATACACCAAAGCAATAATAACGGATGCACCGCTACTCACACTGAACATCCATGCAAAGTCGAATGTAGCGGCAATAATTTCCAGAATAGGATGCGGTAACGTGCGTGTTATGCGATCCACAACGATAATGAAACCAATAACCAGCGTTGGAATGAGCAAAAAGGCATCCAAATTGAAAAAGTAGGGTTCGTCGAATACAAATGAAAAGGCATAGCGCATAAATCCCTTGAAATTCTTTTGGTCATCCTTGAGTGCCTTTTTCGACATGACCAAGTGAACAATGAATGCAATGACACATTCAATTAGGTTAATCCACAAGAGTACATAACCTAATGCATTCTGGATGATGACACCAACAGTGTAGGCAGTGCGTGGAGGTAACACCTTGGCCCAATAGTCCAATGCAAGTAAAATGATGAATGCGGCAGATACGATGCACTGAATGACCACGTATGTACCGAAAAATGCCCAGTCACTGCTAATCTTACGCAGCAACTTGATAGTACGTTCACGCTTGGCATCGATAGTGTTGATGGTTCCAATGGGTGTCGCTGCCCCATCTGCAACATATTTTTTGCGCTGAGCATTGTTGTCAAAGGAAACGGTCAATCTGGGCGTAATGGGCGACAATTTGGTGGGCGAATCAATGAGTGGATCGGCAGATGCAACGGAATCAATGGGTGATGTTGCTCCGCTGGCAGCGACGGATGCTATGGGTGACTGAATGCCCATTTGGTTGCGGTCGAATAGGTTCATTGATGATTTTGTCGGTGACAATGCTACTGCGTCAGCCTGTTGGTGCTATTGTACTACTTCTTGGGACATGGTTGGCAACTGTTGGTCATCTTCTGTCGCACCGGTGGCAGTGTTAATGTTACCCAACAGCGAAAAGATACCATTGGCCTTGGTTTCAATATTGCGCTAACGCTCGGTTTGAGTAGTTTGCTGTGTCGAATGGAACCAACGCACAAGGACAGCATATCTGAAATAGTGCAATGGTGGTAAAATTGTGGCCAACGTGAACAGGGGTCCCAACACAAAAAGCCAAAAGTGATCAATGACGGCATATCCAACGGTGCGGCCATTTGACCCGGGAAGATATACATATTCAATGCTGTCGCGAGCCATCAGGTATGGATACTGAAGCAAGTTGCAGATGGAACAAATGATGGGAAGGAACCAATGAATCTTGACCGGTTGACGGCCCTTGAGCAGCAAGAATGTTACCAAAACAATAAATGTCGCATAGCTACAAAACATGAATGCATTTTTGGCCATTGCAACGCCCAATGTACCCTTGGCATCGAGCCATGAGGGATTTGTGGTTGAAGATGACGATGATGATGAATTACTGGTTGCGGTTGTAGCATTTGCAAGTAGCATGTTCGCAATGTCCATTATAGTGGCGCTGTGGTCCTTTGAACTGCTCATCAGAAAATAAATTTTGAATTGAGGAGCAGAAGAAAAAAGAAAAGTGGGGTTTGTGAGGAAGAGGAAGAGGAAGGGGGCAAGAAGCAGAGCGAGTGTTTGTTGCTTGGCAGTTGCGTGAAAAAAGTTGCACTCTTTCCGTTCTTTTGGCGCTTCGGTTATGCAGTCAGTTTATTTATTTCTGTTGGTTTGCTTTTTCAAAGATCAACAATAATTCCTTTGGAAACGAACTTGTAATTGTTCATAACTTGAAAGACCAATATTGCAACCAATATGCCAACAAGTATAGAGACCAACTATACGATTTCTTTCTTGACACTGGATGGATGATACTAATAAACCATGCCACCTGTAGCATATCCACAGAGCAGTGCCGATGGAAAGGCAATGAGTTTACTGAAATCGGCACCCATTCTTTTTTTTGTTGTTCTGTCAATGTTTTACAACTAATGTTCACAAAAAGTCATGTTACATACAAGTTTTACCTGCAAAAAAAGTTGCCAAGTATTTATTATTGTCAAACCTGTTCTACTGTTTCTGTAACCTTGACAATTTGGGCACTTGCCTGATATTCCTTACTTTCAACCTATACGCCTACCTAAAAGTCATATTCATTAGTATTTTCGGTGTCTGCCGCAACTTTTGTCTCTTCTAATTCCTTTTCTTGCATTACCTGCTGGTCTTGGTCTACTTCTTTGGTAGCGGGTTGTTCATGATCGGGCATTTCCTTTTGCTTTTCAGACTCGACAACATTGGCTACGTTCTCAGTTGGATCAAGAGCAACAGCCTTCTTCTTTTTCTTCTTTCCGGGTAGCAAAACAGCAAGTAAAACCACACAAATCAATGCAATCGCCGCAAAAATGTAAAAAGTATACGAGACACCAATGGCATACACAAGTGGCAAATAAAAGAATGCACACAACAGCGACATGAACGAACTAAGAGCATTCACCAATCCAAGCGTACCCACTGCCAACTTTGGATGCCAGTCGAGGTCATTGACAACCATGGTGAATACAGTTGCAGGTCCGAATCGAATGCCAAAGCAAAATACAATGATCCACACAACACAAAACCATCCGCTCAACTAACTCGATGATACCTGCAACAACTGACCGATGGCAAATGCCGATATGCCAGTAATAATGGTTCCAAAGATTACCATTCTTTTGGGTCCAATCTTTTTGATGAATGCTATGCTCAGCAACGAAATAACAACGTTAAATGCACCGACTATGGCATTCAAACCCAATCGCCATGTAATGGAAAGACCAGTAGTTTCCAAAATGTAAGGAGTGTAGAGCAAGATTGCAGATACACCAGTTAATTGGTAGGCAGCACACAAGAAGAAACTTGTAACGAGATTTTTGATGTGCGAACGCTAAAACATGAGTCGGATTCTGCTTTCCTCCTTTTTGTTTTGGGAGTCGTTGTCTTCTTTTTTGGGTTGGTCATCCTTTTTGACAACGACAGCTTCGGGCATCAAAAAGAAGAGCAAAAACTACACTACGCTCATGATCAACGGAATCAAGCCAAACATCCATCTCCACGAAAACACTACGGACTAGAATCCCAAACCAAAACAAAAAGCAATCAACAGAGAAAGCGCAGCACCAAATCCCAAAACAACGTTGATGATTTGCTTATACTTGGGTGACATGATTGCCACATAACGAGGAATGCTGACCAAGCCTATTCCAACACCAAAACCTGCAATCACACGAGCAATAATGATCAATTCGAAAAGTGGCATCGTAGCCGAAAGAATAGCACCAACGAAATTGATCAGACAGGTTATAAGAGCAGTCATTTTGAAACCCAAGATTGCACTCACGAATCCGCCCAAAATACTGCCACCAATCATGCCAATCGTGATGGACGATCCCAACAGTCCAGACAATAAACTACTTCCCAAATCATTGGCATTACCGGTTGCAAAATATTTGGGAAATTCTTTTCTGAACGGTGTCAATGCAACGGACACTGTGCCTTGTTGGTATCCGAAAAAGAGACCGCTCACCAAACTGTGCAGCAAAAGTAGTGGAACAATGAATTTTGGATTGTTGGTTTTTTCGACTGGCCATGCAAAGAAACAGCCTCGGCGCCAAAGTTGTCGGGTTTTTTCGAGTGACATGGGGTTGTGTTGCAAATGAGTGGCGAGTGAGTGGCAGGGGTAGCAGAAAAAAAGTGTGGCCAAAGATTTTTTTTGTTGCTTGCCGGACGGACAAGTCAGGTTAGTCAAACAAAACAAACCAGCGAAGCAAGTCCAATATTGTTTTTCGAAGACTTCTCTAGTTCAATTGCCAAACAACAAACAATTAAAAACTTTTTTATGTCGCCTTATTCTCCTACCATGAATCAACAACGCTTATTCTTTACGGACTATCCAACCATGGCTGGATTACTGGACACCAATATGACCTCACCATCGCCATCATCGTCAGAATCATTGAACGCAGAAACAGGTTCTTCTCCGCTGGCAGCAAGTCTGGATCGCTTGACAGGTTTGACCTTTTCCTTTTCTTTGGGATCGGGTTCTGCCTTGACGATTGGCTTGTTGGTTACTTGTGAATGAAGCCTTTTCATGCAGCCTCCACTTACTGCCTTGTTTCTGGTTGTGTTGTCCTTTTCTTTGCCCTACACAAGTCTCTGCTAGTCGGCCACATTTGCCAGCACATTCAGCTGCTATGCTGCCTGTTGTGTCTACATTGAATACTATTGTGCATGCACCTAAGGCTATTGTGCAGACACAACGGGAGCAGAAACAGGCTACTAAGATGTTTCACTCTTATCTGCAGTCGAACTTGTTCGACCATTTGACAATACATTGTCTGTTGCAGTTGAACTTGTCCGACCATTAGGTTCTATAGAACCAGCTGCAGTTGGACGCGTCTAACCATTTGACAATAAATTGTCTGTTGCAGCCGATCCTATAGAACCAAATGACCGAACAGGTTCGACTGCACTCTTAGCTACAATACTAGGCTCGGAAGAAGGCTATGCACCCAATTCTACCAAACTGACAAATGTCAATGGTTGAGACGGCGTCGTTGCTTTCGAAACTTTCTAAATCAAAACCGTCAATGTGCTCACCAATTTGCGATTTCTTTCTTCGCAAGAAGCACCGCGACGAATGAACGTGTTATACGAGAATTGCAAAGCACATTGTTTCATCGCATACGGATTTGCAGCAGCAATCTCGGACAGCTTGCTGAACACATCTTGAGGAAGACTAGCCATCTCGTGCTATCTCTGATACAAAGACTAAGCATCGAATAACATATCGAACAATTCGAAATTTTTGGTATTGACGGCTTTGATCATCTCGTCCGTGAATCCATTGATGAGTTGGCTATTTGGGTGTTTCTAGAGTTCGGCAAAGAATGCAATGATATTTTGCGTCATGTACTCTCTAATGCATTCACGCTACACGTTTTCGGCATTGATATGACCGAGACGATCCATAGAAATGAATTTACATGTAGCGAAGCGATTCATGACCATGTTGTATAGGAAGCGGTCCTTATTTTTGAAGGACTGAAGGGCAACATTTGTCATCTATTCGATGGTAACAAAGATTGACCCCAAGATGACTTGAGATTTCTAGATGCTATTGACTATCGAGGCAGTGTTGGAAGCAGAAGACTGCATATTTTTTTCGAAGGTGAAGGGGAACGAGGGGAACGATCAGAAAAGGTTTGGCTTTTTTTGAGGGGGAAATCGGCCTCCAAAACATAGATCCCAAGTAAATAAATGCTACGCGATGCGCGAAAAGATCACAGATCGCTTTGGATGCTTTTTTTTATGTGTTTGATGCTACAATGCAAAAGAAAACAGATTAGCAGTCGATTGTTGATTACAGTTGTTCTTTGTTTGCGTCATCTGTCTTGGCATGTTTGGCAAGTCGATATGCATCAAAATCTTCTTCGACTTCTCTCAGTCTTTTCTTGACAAATAGTTCATATTCTTGCTCTTTGTACTGTTGAATGTACTAAAAATGCTTCATATCATTATTGGTCGGATAGGTTGAAATCAAATCCTTGAGAAACTTGACCAAATATTCGGCAGATTCCAGTGTTTTGGTCAGGTGCTGTCTGCATTGATCCATCAAAGGTCCAACTCGAACAATTCTGTACGTTACACGATGCTTTTGAAGAATTGACTAGTCAGTTTCGTCGGGTTCGACATCTTTGCGATTCAGAATGTCGACTACCAACGGGTCGTAGTCATCAAGATTCTGTTTATAGCGCTTATAGGTCCATGCTTCCGGATACTCTTGCATCTGCATCCACGAACAGCCACCCTGTAAGTACGACCTGCCTGCATGAGGATGAGGGAACAATAAGAATTTGTAGTAAACCTGACTTTCTTTGGTTGGTTTCTCGGCTTCATGAAGACGCTTCTGCAGGCGAGCAAGTGCATCGTTGACATCCTAGAATTCGATGCGTTCCTTTTCACGGAGTGCTTCGAGGTAGGCCTTGTTTGCTTCTTCGAGTTTCTGGTCGATTTCTGTTTTGGTTGTTTGCTTATGTTTGTTTTGGATGTTGGACATGTTGAACTGCAAATAAAAAAAATAATTTTGAAGTTTGGACCAGCAGGGAGTTTATGGTTTTTTTTGGTTTTGAAAGAAACTGAATGACGAAAAAAGTTTTACAACTAATACAAATGGGGTACACATATAATTGTTATTACGTTATGTTTTACAACAGGCTGAAACTAAAACTGGTATTGTTCCAACCAACGGGCAAATGAAGATGCAAATGAATGTGCTGAGGCTAGTTTTCTTGAGCAGCCTATTGTTGGTGTTGATTGTCCACCTGTTCTTCATTTTCGTCTTCGTCTTCATCCATAACTTCTTCTTGATCTTCCTCTTGTTCCGACTCGTAATCTTCATCTTCAAGCAAAACAATACTTCTCTTTGGTGCGACTTGCTGGTGGGCGCTGTTAATGTCGTCATCATCGCTATTATCGTCCCCATCAAATCTGAAACCATTGCCACCTTCATTGTTATTACAGTTGCGGAATGTGAAACCACTAGACTACTATGACTGATTCTATAGAATCTAATGATCGAACTTGTTCGATTGCTACTTGGTCTTCATGGAAGGAATAGACTCACAATCCATAAAGAACTCGGGAACGTTTGCATCGGCTTTATACCAGAATACGCAGTCTTCAATGCCATTTGCAGGTTTAGTATTGTCAATGACCATGCATCCATAGTTTTGAGTACAAGCATCAAAAACTTCAGAAAACTCTTCATAAGTTGGGAAGATGCCAAAGAAGTATTTCCAAAGCTTTTCTCTGGTGTTACGGCTACTATCGCGGAAAGCAAACACATAGTCAACGTTGGAACGAATATCTGGACTCATGTCCATGATGTATTGCATTTCATTCCATAAACCAATGTTGTAATGCCTTCCGTTCATAATAAGGTCACGAAACTCGACCGACTTTGCAGATTTCTTGTCATACATACAGTCGTCCAAAAGAACCAGAGCGTTGAATACGGAACTATCACGTTTTTGCAAATCAATGAGTTCACGAAGTTGTGCAGGATCAAATTTGTCGGTTACGCATTCGTTGTTGACAATCTTTTTGAACTCATCAGTGCTATCCGCGGTTGGGGACGCAAAGAGTGCACGCTTTGGTTGATGGAAGTGAACATATTGTTTGTAAAGCAGGTCTTTCTCAAGAATACTTTTACCTGTTCCGCGCTTGCCAGCCAATATAATATTTCTGTTGAGCAGGTTGACTTTTTTGATATCTAACTTGCGAATGTTGACCATTTTGTTGTTGTTTGAATGTTGTTGTTGGTGAATGAGTTTGGGTTGCAGTTGATTTTGTTACTTGAACAAGATATTTGTGGACCAAGTTTGAGTTGGCTCATATTTATTTTGGATGTGTTGCATTTCATATTTGTTGAGTTTGAAGGTTTGACATGGTCAGTCGGTCAAAATATTTTTTAGAATTCTGGTTGGTCAGAAAAAAGTTTTGCAAGTTGAGTCCAAAATATTTTTTTGTCTCTGTCCCCGATTTCGAAAAATATTTTTCGGTCAGGCAACTAAAATTTTGAAGTAACTCAAAAAATATTTTGGACCCAGACTTCACTTGGTCTGAAACTTTCAAATATTTTTTTGGGGCAACTCACTTACACTTTGGAACATATTTGCCAACCATAGTATTGGAGTCAAACAAATAAACATTACATAAATTGATGCAATTCATATTTTAATGTGCCCTTTCTTGTTGCCTCGTACGAATTAAAGTATGGCCGCTCGTCCAAATACTTTTGTAACGAAAAGTCTTGGGTCATTTCACTAGCCTCGTCTTCAGTGTCATCGGATGCGCCTGCCATGTCGTATTCACCAAGAACATGTCCTGCATTATCACAAATGACTTGCCATTGTAGCGTCCTGACCTTTTCGATTTGTTGATATGGTTGCCACGGCTGCCACATGACAGATTCGTCACCAGAAGGACTTGACAGATATTGATACCGCACGATCTCTCGATCCTAATGGTTGGACATGTCCAACTGCAATGGCTGCGACACCAATGATGTTGGACTTGCCGGCGAGCAGGGAGAAGATGGGGCCGAACAGTATTCAGCAATTTTAAAAAGTTGAACGATGATGCACCTGATTCTGCCACCCTTGTCAATGACGCGACGAATTTCGATGCCATGATCCAGAAGCATTGCAAAGTGATCCATGTCCCAAAGAGTATTGACGGTGCCATTGTCGACGAGATGGTGAGGCGTATATATAATACGTTGCCATGTGCGCGATGCCTTGTCCTGCAACGGAAAGCCAATGACCTTTAACAGATTTTCGACGAATGAGTTGCGATCTACTCTGGTCAGAACGCACTATTTTTTGGGCACAATGATGCGCAAGGGGTGTTGAGCAGTTTCCATGGGTGGGTGAGTAGGTTGGCAAAAGAGGGGTGATTGTTGTGCGCAAGGGGTGTGTGGTGAAAAAGTGTTTTTTGTGTGGCCCATGTTTTGGAGCCTTAGGGTAAACAAACTTGACAGTGATTGTTTGTCAAATAGTGAAGCTTCAATTTTTTTATGTACATACCCATCGAGCAAACAAAACAATATTGACAAGCCATTATTCTTTCTTTTCGCGTTTACACTTTGGTTCATCTTCGTCGTTACTGCACACCGACGCTTCTGACTGGTTTTGTGCTTCATTGTCATCTTCATTGGATTCTCTTTTTCTTTTTGCCGGCTGCTACTACCGGTCCATGGTGGTTTGGGATTGTGGAATTTGAGAACCCATGAATGTTTTCCATTGAGGGGCGCCTCCGATTCTATTGTACAGCGGGTCCAAGTCGCTCGGTAAAGGTTCCAGTGCTACTTCTTCGTCAAATTCGATGCTGGCCAAAAGTTTGGATTCATTGTCCTGGGTGTGAAGGTCATGTAGCGTTGCCGTCGAACCTGTTCGACCATGTGGATCGGCAGATCGTGCGGTAGCTGGATTAAATGATCGTGCGGTAGCTAGTTCGGTAGAGCATACGATAGCTGATCCTAAAATATCCACTACTCGTTGGTGACAGATATCACGAACCTGCCTCAAAAAAGAAGCCAACGAAACAAAGGGGTTGCCATTGTCGCCGAGTCCATCGTTTGCCAAGAAGAACATGAATGTTTGCGAGAATAACAGTACACCGATTTTGTACTCGTCGGATTGGTCGGTTACCTTGCATAGAACGGCATGATTGTGAGAGGAGACCCGTAACAGATTGGCCAATCTTTGAGCAAGGTCTTCGTCCACCTAACTGGAAACGGCAAGATAATGTGGGTCTTTGTCATAGGATAGAGGGTTTCCAACGATGGTTTCGCTGAACGAATCAATTTCTTCGTCCTGTAAAGATGCAACGTAGAGTAGAGCCTCGACCATGCACAGTGCCGTTTCTTCTGACATTTGGATATATGGTCTCACAATCTTGTTGTAAATGGTTGCTGCAACGGCAACTCTTTTGATTTCGAATATTGATACTTGGTTCATTGTTGGGGTGTTGTTGGGTTGTGTATATGAAGTGAGGTGACAAGGGAAGAGAAGAATGTTTTTTGTTGCTGGTGAAAAAAGTTGGCAAATGGCGTGGCTCCCGAATAAAAGCAAAACCAATTCTTCAAAAGCCTCCCTTGTTCGTTTACAAAAAAAATATGGGCAACGTCAACTCTGCTAATCTTCTCACCAAAACTTCCAAGTACAAAAACGATCAACTCATCTGTTCATTTGCATGTGCACAAGGTCGTAGAGATAGCATGGAAGATAATTATGTGTTGGGCAGGTTTCACGAAAACACAGAATTCGAATCCCAATATTTGGCCGTATTTGATGGGCACGCCGGAAAAGAATGTGCACTTTTGGCTGCCGATCATAGCGTTCAGATGTTAAAACAACGTCAAAATCAGTTACCCAAAGATGAAAAAGAGTGGCAAACCTTGATGTTGCAACTGGACCAGTGTTTGCGTGACAAATTACCACCCAATGATCAAAGCGGTACTACTTTCAATGGTTTGCTTGTTACCCGGGGAAATGCTAACGAGTATTTTATTCAGTGCATCAATGTTGGTGACTCACGATCAGTCATGTGTACGATAGACGAGAACAATGAAATCAAGAAAGTAGAAGATTTGTCAACGGACCACAAACCCAACACACCTCTGGAAAATTTGAGAATCGTTAATGCAGGCGGATTTGTAACCGGCAACAGAGTCAATGGAAATTTGGCTCTTAGTCGTGCTCTTGGTGACTTTGGGTTCAAAAGTAATACTGGTTTGCAGCCATTGGAGCAACTTGTTACTTGTTAGCCCGATGTGGTTCAAAAAACATTTGTTGCAACCAACAATAAGACCGCCATACTTGTTGTTGCATGTGATGGTCTTTGGGATGTTATGAATGGCGAATATGCCTGCTAGTATGTGAAGAACATGCTCAAAATATCAGGCAACCCCGAAAAGCGCAAGCAATTCTTTATTGCTGAAAGAGACCAGTCTTGGCATAATACTCATCCGCAAAAGTGGGACCTGTAGATGAAGAGCGACTTTGCCGAAACATATAGTGCAAAAAGGAATGGTGTCGATTCTTTAGAATCTAATGGTCGAACTGGTTCGACTGACATAATTTCTTCGACCGTGTTGAACTTTCTCGATAGTCTTCGTGATTCCGCATCGCCCATTCTCAATGATGAAGACTTTTTGGATGCAGCAGTCAACCATATCAAAGAAATACCCGATGCACAAAAGCACCTCAACACTATTAAAGTCATGCTCAGAAAAGTTCTCAAAACTTGTAGCATGCTACAATTGATACACAGTGATCAATAGTTGGACGAAACCATTTGTTTGGAGTGGGTCAATTATATGTTAGTTCGACATGCTATTGTTGATAGAAGAAGTTCAGACAATGTTACTGCTGGTATTGTTGTCATTGATCCTCAAAGAAGATTGTTTTGAAGATGGTCGGCAATAAACTTTTTTTTGTGTTGGTCCAATTTGAGTTGATTCAAAAAAATTTATTTTGTTTGTTGGACAGAGGTCCAAAAATTTTTGACAAGTTTCAAAAACTGGACTCTCAAAAATTTTTGTTGGCTTTCAAATTTTTTGGACATGTTTGTTTGCCCACTTGACCTTCCTTCAACAAAACAAACTCAAACATCATGTCCCCTCAAAACATTTTCTTCCTCTGCACCATTATCATAGCCATCTTTCTCACCACAACATCTGTTTGTATCTACCAATGGCATTACGACATACTGTAGCAAGAAAGTATACATCATCCGCAGGCAGCAGGATCGGGAGAATCTGATCACGCCTACTACAAGAACCACTGTTTGTCGCAATGTCTCATGTCCACACCTTATTCTCAGGCAGGCAGGATACAACAATGTCATGACATGTGCGGAATGGTCGCGACAATTCATCATGAGCGCAACAAGATGACAACAATGGACCACCGCCAATCGCGGCAAGAAAAAAGTTGAAGTTGTTATTGTCAGGCAGAGGCAGGCGCAAAAACATTTCTCGAAGCAATTTTGTAAACAACAAACACCACCAAAAGATGCATCCTGTAATTTATTTGATAACTTTGATTTTGGGTTTGCTGGTTGCTTTTCTGGTAGGCTTTGCTCTCAGATATGTTCAAGATACCAAGTCCCGATCAGATCCTAATAATATTTGGCTATATCCAACAGAAACATATGCACCAATAACACCAAAGCCTGCTCGACAAACAATAAAACCAAATCCAGCAAAACTGGAAAAGTCAACAGCAAGCGAAATCCTGCCCGGTAAACTTTATCTGGGAAACAGACACGATGCTCGACAAGTTGGTAAAACCAATATTCGATACATCATCAACATGACTACACTACCAGAAGGTGTTTTGGACGTCATGAAAAGCAATCTCAACTTTCACTACCTCGACTGTCCGTTGGCCGACCTCAGAACATCGGATATTTCGCGCTACTTTGACAAAACATACGATTTTATCGAAAATGCCAACACTCCCGTACTGGTCCACTGTTACGCAGGTATCTCAAGATCAGCAACCATTGTCTTGGCCTATCTAATGCGCAAAAATCAATGGACTTTGGAACAAGCATTCAGATACGTCCGCGAAAGACGCCCCATCATCTATCCCAACATTGGTTTCTTGAACGCACTCAAAATGTACGAAATCGAAATCATGACCAAGTAAACAAATAATCCTCAACATCCGTAATTTAGAAATCCATAACCACCAACAGTACGAATACTATTGCGATTAAACATTATAGTATCCATGCAAAACCCTTTACAATTCTAATACTTATCGTCAATTTGTACGACAATCTAACAATGTTTGCTGTCGATTCCCATAGCAAAAAAGTCCGGTTTAGTTGGGCAGATCATTGCAGTTGTTGAATCATTATCAATATTAGTTACTCGCAAAGCATACCACGAAACATAGGGATCTTTTTCTGCAAGCCAAGGCGGTATTCCTGGTAATTCTGGAAATATAGCTTCTTTGGGTGTATTCGAGTCCAACTTGCACTATTCGGCAGGGAAAGAAGCAAAAATAGAGCCAAGAGCACCATTACCAAGATATATATTCTTGGGTGTGGTTTTGCCTATTTCGTTTGTTTTCCAACGTATCAAAACTAGAAAAGCCATTCGAAGTATTGCTTCGTAATCAAAATCAAAATATATCAAGTTGTCTTTGCCCTTAGGGCATCTATAAAGGTAATGTTCAATATTAATCAAACCTTGATGTGATTTCTCGGTTTCCGAGCCCAAATTATTTTTGCCGACCAGCATGCTAGGAAGTTGATATCCTTGAGAATACAGAATCTCGACCGACATGTCGTATGCTGGTGTTACGTTAAAACAACCACTTTTCATTGTTATTCTGAACATCAAGGCAAAATACTGGGCATGATGAAAGTATGGCAAGCTGAAAAAAGATGCCAGATCAAATTTGTATGTATCAGCATTAGTATCGCATTTGATCCAGTCGACTAAGAAACAAGGTATACTCCATATTTGATTCGCTCCATAATAAATGACTACATCGGAAATAAACTGCATGTAATACTTTGGTATAGTTAATATCATTCCCAATACTAAACTGTGCGCAGGAAAGCTACTACTTTGTGTAGTATACTAAAGTAACTCATTGTTGTTACCATAGTTCGGTTCGAATATCAATGTTTCAGTGCAAGTAGTGTTGTTGAACATTTTCGTAAAGCATTCAGTATTACGAATATGCTCAAGTTCATCTTTCATGATTCTCTGTGACCATGATTCGTACATGTCTGATGGAATGTTTCTATGATAGGTCGCTAGTTTGTAATTGGAACGCCGAATATTCATTATTTCTGTAACAGTTTGATGCCACTTTTGATTGACAACATTTACAGATCGCAACATTGACAATATATCGAGGTAATTACATATGTTGTGAATGATCAAGTCATCACTTTGCAGATTGTTCATGTGGCTGTGCCATTCGGGACTGAACATTGTTTTTTGTGTGTGTTTGAGGTGTCGAGGTTCAAAGAAAAAAAGAAAAGGGCAACAAAATAAAAATTTGTTTGGACCAACAAGAATTTTGCATCTGCACTTCTTTACATGTCGGCATCCATAGATGCAGCACTATTTTCATAATGACATCCACAGACGCAACATCACTTTAGAAATAGTAACAATAGCCATAGCATCCGTTTTGATACATGAGTTGGTGGAGACGCCTGCCAATGCCGAGTGGAGGATAGTTTCCGTGAATGAGGCCGAGCGCTTTTGCCTGCCTGTAGTATTGATAATACATGTCTTATCTCTTGCGAAATAATCAACGTATTTGGGATAAACAAGCGCCAATGGCACATTATCATTTGAATTTGCCAGTCTTGTTTTGTGTTTGAGGTGGCAAAGTTCAAAGAAAAAAAGAGAGAAGGGCAACAAAATAAAATTTGCCAGGCAGCTTTCTTAAAATTATTCAAATGCGATCAAACGTTTACCGTATTTTATATTCACATTATAGCTTGTTTTATTTTAGTATAAATTTACCAGCCCAAGTTTACACAGCAAATCAAAAAAAACAAAACACAACAACTTTTCTTTTTTCTTTCTCTCTCATGTCCTCAGCTGATATTGGGGACCCTCCGCCTCTTTCGGCAGACGATATTCTAACTTCGGCTGCTCCAGATGAGAAACCTAAGAGAAAGCGTAACGTCATGAAGAAATTCGAAGGTGTTCTAGAGTTTGACAAGGAAACTCAATATCAGACCGAAGTTTTTACGGTGCGTAAATGCAGTATCAAGAAGTTGTTCAGCAAGGCGCCTTGGTTGATTGAGCCGCTCAAGAAGATGGCCAAGAATATGACTGCTATTGCCAGTATGACCAGTCGACTTTTGAATTTTCATGTCATTCGACTCATTGAAGACGAAAAGTTGTGCCAAGATTTCAAAATCGATTAGAGTCTCGTTCGAACAACAGTGTCGTTTACTCTTTTCGTCATGGGATACAAATTGGAACCAAAGATGGACATTAAACATCCTGAATTGTTCGAATCGGCCAAGTAGTTCAAGGCATTACTACCTCAAAAATTCATTGAGGAGGAACGACAGTGGTTTAACTTTGAAGTATCTGGCCTTACATCTTGTTTTAACAACTTTACTGTTCAACACCTCACTTCTTGTTTAAATCACTTGTATGTTAACTTTGAAGGGAGATTGGGTAAGTTGTTTCATCTGCGGTTTGACCAGCAGTTTCCTTAGATGTCTAAGTACAAGAGAAGACGTTACATTGGATACATGTATCGTATTCTTTTGACCGATGGCGATTATGTGTTCAGAAAGAAGGTGGACAATGAGGTGCTGGACTTTTGCAACCGCATCATCGACGAAGTCAAATCATGGTTTGTATTTCCCTAGTCATCAGAAGCAGCAAGTAGTAACGCAAAGCGAAAGGATTTTATTTCCAAAGAATTGTTAGAAAAGTAGTAGTCTAGGTTGCTTTCATTCTACGCGTGGCTCATCGACGAATTAAGTACGCACGAGAAGAAGCGCTTTACTTTGTTGCCCTAGTGTGGTCTGAGAACACGCAACTTAATGGTTGACAAAACATCTGCAACCGTCTTGGTCAAAAAATATGCGCCTCTGAAGGAGACCAAAAAGAAAAAAGGCGAAGATGAAACGATGAATGAAACAGAAGAACAGACTGTTAGCGAAGCCACACAGAACAAAAAAATAGTGCTTACCAGAGAAGATTTGCTGGAAAGAATGTCCAACACCAACAACAAGTTTCCTCTATGCGAATTATTGGACTTGAAATGTGTAGGTATGGCCGAAAGAGAAGACCGTCTTTGGAAGCCGACTTCTTTTTTGACCGATGGTACAAGTGTCAGCATTACATTGCAGAAGCCAATCATTCGCAATAGAAAAGCTGAAGCAGATGGAAAGTCTTTAAAGACCAAAAAGACTGTGGTCCAAAGAGTTGCGCCTCTTGTTGGTCAGATTAAACTCGAAGAAGTTAGTGGTCTACCTGTTCCTTTGGATCAGTGTCGCCCATATGGTAACGATCCAGGTCGCATTAGAATAGCATCTATGGTAGGTCGAGATGGCAAACCCATTGTTCTTACGGGAAAAGAGTATCGTTTTGGGAACCACGTAACACGCAATAATTTGAAACTTTAGAGACTCAAAGACGCAGCACATATGCATTTGGTTGAACCATTAATCAAGCCAAGCTGTACTGTTTCGTTGACCGAATATGGTGAACATGTAACCTCCTTCTTTGGTCAATTCTCTATGCTCTTTGACTTTTACACTCGACCTGCCATTACTCGCATGAAATGGGACAACTACATCATGAAACAAAAGTTTATGGACAACTGGATGAACAAGCATTTTGGTAAGAAACAAGACCCTTAGAATCCAGTAATCATAGCGTACGGAGCGGCCAGCTTTTCCAGCACAGGCAAATATCAACCTTCGACGCCCAACAAGTGGTTCTTGGATCAGTTGTCCCGCAGATATTGCGTCATCATGGTAGACGAATACAACACCTCCCAAATCTGCAGCTTTTGTAACCACTGGGAACCCATGAAGCCGATGACTTCTCATGTTAAAAACGAAGAAACAGGCAAAACAGAAAAGAAAGAGGTTAGAGGAATCAAACACTGTAGCGACAGTTGTCTAACCACTCATGACAGAGACAAGAATGCAGCGACAAACATTTTGGACATAATGCTACACCATCTTCAAGGCCGGTCTCGCCCAACTTGTTTCTGTCCTGCTCAAGAAGAGAAAGCAAAGAAGGAAACCAAGAAGCGCAAGAAGAAGCAGTCAATAGAAACAGAAGGAGAACCACCCAAGAAGAAGACCAAGAAACAGAAACCAACAAACTAATGATATATATATTTGTAAAATTGACTGCCGCCGATACCTCCGGGTTAAGGGTCTGGCATGGGTAACTCCCGTTGAAAAGTAAATCAATACATGTCTTGTTGGTAGTAATGATAGTTGTTGGGATAATAGTAGTAATACATGAATGGTATCGGTCAAAGGGTTGAATCGAATGAGGGTTTTTTGGTGTCGAATAGAAAGCAGGCTCTAAAGTTATAGCGACTGAACGCCTGATCCGCGACCGTCGCTAGATCTCAGCGTATTTGTTGAAGATCTTAGATCATTTTTGGTGAGTCGGGTGCGTTTGGACGCCAAGAAATGAGCAAGATACGTCAGTACGAAGAATGGGCATCTCGGCCAGTGCTTTCGCTTACAGTAATGGTTTCGGGTGTATTTTCAAAGTTACGCAGTTATTTGACCACTAATCTGTATCCACACTCTATTTATTACTTATTAACAACCCAAAGAAGCGTATGGTCCTGTGAATCGAGTGTTGAGTGCAATAAAAACCGTGGTATGTTCAGTTTTTTTTGGGCAGCACGGCTCGAACACCCCAACCCAATCTCCCAACCCACACCCAATCGTCGACCCAACAAATATACTATCCGACCAATATCAAAACTCGCCATATTTTTTCTCCATAATTTTTTTGCTATTTATTTTTTTGTATCTGAACAATGACCTCTGACGCTCGTCTTGCTGCTCGTCCCTCTCCTGCTCTCCATGCTAACGACTACCCCGGTGAAATCCGCCGAGGCAATGATGGTAATATGTGGGAGTCTGTTCCCAACATCAAAGGTGTTCATCGTTGGGTTAAACTTGCTGGTGAAGGTAAAGTAAGTGAAGAAAAGGTTGTCGCCAAACCCAAACCAGCCGCCAAAAAGAAAGTTTCCTCAGTCGAACCTGCACTCGGCAAGGCCAAAAAGGTTTCTACCGTTGCCAAAAAGTCCAAGACCACCGCAACAACCGAAAAGAAAAAGAAGGCCACAGCCACCAAAAAGGCTGCACCCAAAAAGGCCGCTGCGCCAAAAAGAGCCGGCTCGGTTGGATCGCGTACTCGTAGCAAGAGCAAGTTGTAAACTTTGACATATGTAACTTACAAGAAGTAATTTTGCGCAACAAAGCAAGTAAAAAGTATATGTATTCATCATAATGTACAAAAAAAAGATTTATTAATTTATTTCGCTGGGAGGCTAATTTTCTGGCACCTGCTATGGAACAGTAATACGCACAAAATTGCTATTTCTTTCGAGCCACTGAACAATCATGGGTTCTTTGCTTCCATATTCCTAGACAATAACATTCGCAACATCCTACCTCAACCGACTGGGCAGCGAACGAATCATGTAAATAATATGCAAATACTTTCGAACCTCGTGCATTTCCTTGATACCCTCCTGATGGTTCTCACGAGTACACTCTCTTTCATGACCATAACATCTATCTTCCTAGCACCTAAAACTCGTTACTCTTAACCAATAAGGATCGGTGTCCCATCGCGCACAACCTCGTTCTCCATCGGGGTCCCAATGGTTTTCGGGAAGGTTCTATCCTTTGGGCATACAGCGACCGCATACGTAACATTGTTCGATGCCACAATGACACATACCATTACATTCGGCCGTCTTGTGCATATGAACACCGCATTCAAAGCACTTGGGCCAAAAACGATCTGTTTGGTTGCATACTTCTCGAATCTGTTCCAACGCCAATTCCTTGGTCAATTCTTCGTTGCGTAAAAGATGGGCATACGGACCACGAACCTCTTGTGGCTGTTCATAAGTATGTCGAAGTCTCTTGGTAGGTTGTTGCATCTGTTGAAAATCTTCATTGTCACTGCCGTCGCTATCATCAACAACAACAGTCGGCTAACAACCCTAAGACCAACCTCGCATCGCAATGGGTCGCATAAAAAAGTGATTCCATGCTCTGGGATTTTCGGTTTCACTAATGGTAGTACAAGCAACACATGCACTATCCTGATCGCGAAGCAATCTTCTGCAATGATAACAGAATCTGCAATTGCATTGTTCATTTTGGTCACACTCAATCACCAACGAACCAGGTGTGGATGTTCTAATGGTTTCTCTCTGCACCAATAGTTCACAGTTACACTCTCGACGCACCTCTGTAACATATCTGTGAGTAATACCATGTACATTTTCAATGGTTCGAATGGTTGCATTAAAGTGACCAGGACACTTGACAATTTCGAAACCAGGAAAACGATATTCATTGTATCGCTAGGCCAAAAAGTTGTATTCTGTTGGAGATAGAACCCATTTGAAGTGAGCAAGATCATAGTATGCTGCCGGACAGGGTTGACTTTGGAACGGGTATAGGCACGGCACGGCTGCATTGTTTTCGTTGATGGGATGATTCTCACGGCCGGTTACACATCTGCGAAGACAGCCTATGCAAATGGTATGTTTTTGGTGACCACATGGGTTGGCAATGATGGTTTCATCTTTGAGTTGTTGTTGTTGAACATGTTCGACGTTTGGATTTCGAAGATCCTGCGGGGTTTCGGATGACCTCGACGTAAAGAATTCATCCGTTTTGCCTTGCTACTAGATTTGTTCGACGATTGACGCATCCATATCTGCCAATGTGGCTATTTTGTTTTGCGATTCGTTCCACAGGATAAACTAGCCTTCTGTGAAACATATACTACATTCGTTAGCGTAGCGGCATTCGTGGACAGAGTCACATTCGTTAGGGCAGCCGCATTCGTTAGCACTGGCACATTTGTGGACAGAGTCACATTCGTTAGTGCAGCGGTAGTCTTTTGTATCATGGTGGGCATTGTTTTTGGGGTCAATCTTTTTGAGTTGTATAACGTCCCTTTGACCAGAACCCGAAAGATGCGTTGTTGTTGCTGATGCCTACTCCATTGTTGGAAGAGCAGCAATGGGATCGGGCTACTCGTCGTCTTGAATTCTTCTTGGTCTGCCTACTCCATTTGCATCATCAAGTAACTACACAATATTTCGAGGACGGCCCAATAAAAGTTCCAAAAATGGATCTTCATCGTCATCCGTATCTTCCATCGATTGTTGATTGTCATCAAAGAGCCAAAAGGGTACACGAGCCCGTGGTCCAAGAAAATGATAGTTGTTGGTGTGGTCCAAATTATTATTGGTGTTGTTGTTGGCGGCAGTGGTCTCCGACTCTTCATCATCATCGTCATCTTCATCTTCGTCGCCATAATCGTGTTCATTTTCATTACCGTCGCGCATATCGACATCTTCTTGTTCAACATCATCCTCGTCTTCGTCGTCCCAATCCCAAAAAGGTCGTTCATCCTGTTGTTGCGCCTGCGTTTGTGTTGTCGAGTTGTTCATGATTACGTCAATATAGTCCATTGTTGAACCAGCGCGGGTATTGTTTCTTCTGTTTTGAGCAGGTTGGTTGTTTGTTGGTAGCCTGCGCTATGGTTGTTGTCTATGTGTCACCATTCGTGGACGTCTATGTAATTGTGTTTGCACTGGTGCTACTTCCTCTTCTTCACTATCACTGCTACTGCTACTGCTGCTACTTGACGAGTCACTACTTTCATCGTCAAAGTCTATGTTTGAAACAGTATTGTTGCTCTAATTTGTTGCCGTTGTTGTGATAGTGGCAGCATCAGGAGGAGTAATGGTTAGCGGATATAGTATGCTCTCTCTTTCTTCTGTCGAAATAATGAGTTCAACATAATTGACATGAATAAATGACCTGCTGAGCATATCAGGCCACGAAATACGATACCACGCACGGTCTATTTCTAAATGTAACATGAGATTTTGGACAGCTTGCCTGTTTCGCTGTATGTGGCTTCGGATTCTAACCCGTAACCTGCTTTGTCTCGATTGGTCAGCTGTTTCTTGTATTCTTTGTTCATGTGTCATTCCCAATGTTTCGGAAACATGACGAATATTGCCCTATTGAACGCGTTGGAGTCTACCTTCTAGTTCGATGAGCATAATGTTATTTGACGCGTTGGCTGCCTCGATGCCGTTTTGCGATACCGATGAGGAGGGTTCTTGGTTTTGATTGCCCATCCATTTGGCCTGTCGTCTGGGGTCATGTCTCATTGACAGGATGATGGGGTATGTCATTCTGATTCTTACGTAGCGTGACATGTTTGGTGGACTGGTTGCGTTTACGTTTGTGGTATTATTGTTGGTGGATGTTGTTGGAAATTGAAAAAAGCGAACCAGAAAAAAAAGAATGTAGTGATTTTGTCCAGCTTTCTATCTGTCTGAATTTTTCATCCATGGCCGAATACATGCACGTTTCAAATACAATGTTTTTTGGTTGGTTTACGGTTCAACAAGGATTTACATATTGATTTATTAGTTGTTGGTTTGGTTTACTCCGTTACGCTCAACTTGCTTTACGGTTACATTGCCCTGTTCGTCAAATTCTCTAACCGTGCCGCTGATATCAACTTCCGTAACAGGCACTGAAATCTGTTGCTGTCTACAATATTCCTCAAAGGCAACCTTCTTTTGCTTCTCAGTCTTGCGAGCCTGCATAATCTTGTCAAGTTCAGGTTCGTCAAACTTTTCCTGGATTTCGTCCAAGTGTTTCTCTTCAATGTCAATCACATCGAGCCACTCGTACATGGATACGCAGTCAATGTTGAAGCTGGACAGTTCATTATGTGCACAATTTTCGACGTAGTCATTGGCCACATCATCGCTGTCGAATGATTGTAGTACAACAACGGTAACTTCTTCTTCCGAACCATCGTAAGGCTTGCCGGGCTTCTTGCCAACCTTTAGCTGGTATTCGATGTCGCGAATAAAGACCACGGCAGCAATGGATTGAGAACGTACTTCTAGGTTACGTGGGAATGGGAATGTATCTTCGATCTTTGCAGCGCCGCTATCTTCGATCTTGTTACCATTGCTTTCAGTGCTTTCGGTGGGTTCACTGGTGGTAACAGCAGTAGGTGCTTCAGTGGAAGTAGTAGTCTTACGGCCCGATGCAGAAGGAATGGGGCTCTTTTGAACATCAAATTTGGATGTGCGGCTGGCTTCAACGGACTCGCCTGCCTTGCGACTCTTGACGGCTGCAATGGCTTCATCTCTCACTGTACGAAGAATCTTGCGACGCTTTTGAATCTTTTCGAGAGGGTCGCTATAGGTCATCTGGTCCAACGGGACGCTGCCTGTCTTCTTTTCTTCCACGTTCTTTTTGAATTCTTTGGTGTGCTCGTCGAGAATGTTCAGGTATAGTTGTCTGTTTTCGGTAGCCTTCTTCTTTTGGTACTCATCGTCAGTAAACTTTTCAATGGTTGAAGCAATTACCAAAGGTTCACCAACAGGATAGGTGACAGTTGTAACGTTGCCGTCCAACTTGTGAATGGCATCACGATGTCTCATGGCCAATTCCTTGCTCTGGAAGAAACCACAAATGCGCACCTTTGGGCCGTCGGTCTTGGGAGGAAGGTTCTTGTGAGCAACTTGAAGGACAACCCACTGTTGGTTAGGATCAATGAGGTTAAAGGCACGATTGGTTGTGCGCTTGCTGGATTTGGCCGAAGATGCACCGCTGCTGCTGTTACCGAGGTTAGCACGACGATTCATTTCTTCGAAGCGACCGACAACTTCTTCTGCAACATCTTCTTGGGTGCGTTGACCACCAAAGATTTTGTTCTTTTCTTCGTCGGTGAGGTTTGCGTATGGGTTGTTGCTGGTCATTTCTTTTTTTTCTGGGTGATGAGTGGGTTTATGAATGGAGTGTTTGGTGTGAGTGAATTGGGTTGACAATAAAATGTTTGGGTCAGAAAAATGTTTTTGGAAAATCTTGAACAAGTCTGTTGCGTTTAAAATAATTTTTGTTTGTTGTGCATTGAATCAAAAAGTTCGAAATTTTTTTTATGGCCCATCGCAACCTCACTGACCGTTTCAAACAAATTCGTCAACAACATCTTTCTTAGTTGCCATCTACGAGTATCCACCATAAAAGCAACAATACTTTTGACAATCTAGCATTGCCTTTTGATTCGTTAAAAACACTAGTTGACCAATATCTCGAAGCACAAAAGGAGCGCATTGCAAAACCATCCATTTTCGGTCAAGTCAAATACTCTCATGATCTGGATGCTTGCGAGAAAAGAGTATCCCAATGTATGGTGCGATGTAAATAGGTCATTGGACGATTGCAACAAAGTGAACAATAGGCTGATGGTCAAGAAAGATTGATGATCAACAACAGGAAATCTCATTTGATGCGACAACTCATGGATCAGTCACAGCGCATTAGAAACACAAAGTAGCACCAAAAAGATGTTGACAGTTAGCGACAACAATACATGTCCATGCTCAAAAGTCCAATACAAGATATTTTTGATGTGGACTCGGAAATGGACGACCAAAGTGCATTGCTTTTGGCACAGTAGGATTTGGAGTCGGAAATATCTGTCAATGATACAATAATCAGGGAGCGTCAAAAAGAGTTGGACTCTGTATTGAACCAAATTGTCGAACTCGGTGATATGATGCAGGAAATGAATAGTATGGTGGTAGAACAAGGAACGCTGCTCGATCGAATAGACTTCAACATCGACGTTGCCGGTCAAACTGTCAAAAAGGCAAACAACAATCTAGACCAATCCGAGCGAATTCAATAGGCCACAAACAAAGTTGGATGCTGCATCTGGATCGTTGTAGCATTGATATTCTTCATAGTCGGCATGATTGGCATTGTAGCCATCAGATTGGTCTTATGACCGGTTCACGAAAACAAACAAACAAATAAACAACCCAGAATGATGTACAAAGAAAGACAATGCATAATCGAATAAATTTTTACTTTTACATAAACTTCATAGGCTTGGCAGCTGCAACAACCTTCAAGCCAGTAACATTAAGTGCACCATTGCCAGTAGGAATGGACATGTTGCCAAAGCCAGACTGCACATCAAGACCGACAAGAGAGCAGTTTCCAGGGCTGGCGCAACTGCAACGGGCAGGGTTTTCGACAAAGGCACCGACAATGCCAGTGCTGCGGGAGAATCTGCCTACATACTTCTCTTCAGGGTTGGTGAATCCAAAGCTGCTCATGATTGATTTTGTTTAGGGTAGTGTTTAGAAAGGTCGAAGTTTTACTTATCTGAAAAGAAAAAATGGCGCACTACGACGATCGAGAAATTTTTGATCTCATTTTTTTGGGTGGTGCCGTGGCAACAATTTTCTTTTTGGTCTATTTATTGGTGATGGTTGTTACTAGATTTTTTGGACAGCGATAGTCGGCGGATGATGAGGTTGTTATGGTATCGAGCCCCTATTCAGTGCTGTCCGGAAGTGAATCTGGCAATTTCGTAGACCAAGACGGCAACAGACGAGATGGCAATTCCACAGTAGAGGATTTCCATGACAGATCGAGGTATGCCAACTTGAGTTTCGATTTCTCTGAACATGTTGTACTTGACACTTTGTTGCAGCCCTCGATTCTAATGGTTGGACGCGTCCAACTGAAGGGACATGATGCAGAAGTTGATGGCCGTTATGACAGTTACGATAACGCAGGCGAGATAGATGGCGTCTCCAATGGTTCTGATGGTCATTTGTTGTTTGTTGGTGGTTATGAGGATTATAGTAGTAGCAACAATAATACGGATGACAATGATAGTTTATCGAGTTGCAGTGATGAAATTGAAGTACGGTTACTTCGGTAAGAGTACAGTTCAAGAATGCTTTGTCTTTGCTCGATGCATAATTTTTTTTTCGAGTCAGCTTTTTTTGTTTACGTTTGTGTTCAAGTTGGCTCGATGATCGAAAAAGGTCGGAATGTTTTTCAAAGTTTCTGAAAGTAGATCACCAAAAAAATGAGAGACCAAACTTTAAGGATTTTTTAAAAAATCTTTCCGAAAGAAGTCGATCATAGCCAACCAGCAAAGCAAGTGTTTGTCCCGAAAAAATATATTTTTTTGGATGCCAACAAGAAATACAAATTTATTTTTTTCTGACGACCTCACAACGAGCACCTAACCAAATCATGCAACAACTTCAAGATCACGAATCACTCGAATTGCTAATGATTGTTCCTGCTCTAGTCACAACAATCTTGCTAGTAGGTTTTCTGGTTTTCTATCCGCTGGCCGGTCTGTTCAGACACATCATTCGCAACACCGTTCTCGAACAAAGTATTGAACGAATGTTTGGTTTTTGGGAACAGGATGACGATGTTGATGACAACAACAACAATAGCGATCAAGAAGATACGGATGACGACGCAGATGAAGAGGAAAACGAGGAACCCGAACAAGATGCTCAAGATGCAGTCTCACTTGTTCAGCAGGAAATCGTCAAAAGTCCAGCACGCCAACTTTTGGAAATGCGTCAGCGCGTAGGTGCAAATGTTTTCAAACCCTATGTTCCAAAATATACAAATGTCGAATAGCAGTAATTTGACATATCTTTTTATTGTTGTTACCCTCATTGTCGACCATTCTTGAGGTTGAAAGCATAATTGACCTGCCACATGTTGCCATGAATGTCCTTGTAAATCTCTTCATACTTGAGATTACCTTCTTCGTGAGTCACACTTGCTCTGCAGTTGGGACATGCCTTTTGATGTTTCAGCCACTCGTCGATACAACGATCATGGAAAATGTGGCCACATGGTAGCATTCTTACAATGTCGCCTTTTGCCAATTCATCCAAACAAACTGTGCATGATGTGGTATCTAAAGAACTATTGTCTGTAGCAGACCATGCAAACTTTTCGAATTCTTTGTCCGTTGGCACGACCATACCTGCAATTTTGGCGCTCACATGGTCAACCCACAGTTTCAACAAGTGATTGCGCAAGTTTGTATCCTGTTGGTCGAGAGCAAAATGTAATAGTGGTTGGTGTAAAAGGTTACTGTCGTTATTATTGTTTACAGTAGTGGTATTCATTTGCTTATGATATGATATGATATGATATAATGAATGATATGACTTTGTTTTATATGTCGGATGCAAAATGTTGGTCATGATGTTTCTTCCTTGTGTTGCTATTGGTTTTGTTGTTGGTGTGCGGACAGAACCTTGGCAAAATTGTTGGCTATGAATTGGTTGTCGGACACCGGGACAGGGGTAAATGTGTTGTTATGCTTGTCCATAGCCTATTTGTTGCGATACATGTTGACACAGTGGCCTGCGAATTTCATGGCAGCGAATCCTACAATGACATTCATTTTTTGGGTTGTTTGCGTTTGTGGCGTTGGGGTTGGAGTTTTTTGTTGGAATAGGATGCCGGTCAATGTACAATATAAAAGTTTTACAATATGTATTTATCATTTGCGTTTGTTTGAGTTTCAACTACTTTACTATTGCTTCTTCACATTGTTAATAAGAGGAGGCAATACAATATTCTCGCGCTTGCCACGGCACGAATCGCTAACGGGACGAAGCTGTGCAGCCGTGTTGAGTGCCTTTTTGTAGTCTTCCATGGTTACTTGAGGAGGAATAACAAGGTTATCTTTCAGTGCCTGTTGTTTTTCAGGATGACGTAACTCGAAACCAGTATTCTGGGCCGATCCCAAGCGAACAGAACCAATGTTGCTGGGAATGAAGCTGCTTATTTCATCTCCATCAACAAATGCGTTACCATAATTTTGAAAAGCATTGACACTGTCCTAGGAAACATACCAAGGTCCGTAAACAGTCTTTCTTTGAGGACTGTACTGAATGGGAACGGGTTCTATTTCTGTTTCCGAGGCGGCCTTCTTGACCATAGCAGGAGAAATCTCTTCCAGTTCGGGCAAATCAATTGGAATTAGTGCAGGCATGGGGGACTGGCAAACGGATCTAGTAGGCGACGTAGCCTTTTCTTCGGTCTTGTGTTCTGTTTCAGCAGATTTGTCCTTGTTACTAACAACCAAAGATGCTAGGTTGGTCAAGATATTTGCCAAATCATCTTCATAGCTGTCCTCGAATGCTTCCTCAACATTGTCCAGAGCCTAGCCAACTTGTTCCATGGCATCAGCTAATTCACGGATTCTTTTGTACAGTCTGGTCGAAACGAATGTCTTGTTTTCCAACTTGGGTAACATGTCCTTCATAAATTCTACACAGTCACACAACTGTTCATATGTATTATCTTTGAAACTCGAATACGCCTCCTGTTGGCGCTTCTTTTGATTCGTGGGCATGCCTTCGAAAACGGTCTTGGTAATCCACTGGGGAACATTGGCAAACTTGTCTGTTTCTTCGGATGATGGTTTGGTGTTTTCTTCTTTGGTCTGTTCAGGTTCAGCAGATTCATTCGAATCAAATGGTTGGACTCGTCCAACTGTGGGCTAGCCGACAATAGTCAAATCACTGGCCTCGACAACCAAATTATCAGAATTGGTGGATGGCTTGGGGGAATGATTATAAGCACGTTCGAAAGCATCACATCTCCATGCAGCACCAGAAACATTGGATACGCTACCAAAAGAAATGGAACCATCTCCATTCTCATCAATGTTCATTTCTGTTTCGTCGTCGTGGAAAGCAGGCTAATGGTTGTCGGGAACAATGCTTTCCTAGGAACCGGTCGCGGGAATAAACTCGTCAGAAGTCTTTATGTGAGGCTAATCAACGGAAAGACCATCAGCGGGACCGCTGCGCACAATCCAACCAGGTAAGGTTCTTCCTGTATCAGGTTGGTTGGGATCGGATGAAACCAATTGCAGAATGGATGCCTAACAACCAGAAGCAGGGATATTTTTTACGAGTGTTGAAGCATGTTTTCTCGAATCGAGAGTAGACGCATACGGTCCAATGCCAAAGTTGCCACCCGTTGCCACAATAGCGGCTATTTCGGCTTCAGGATTATTGGCGACGAGTTGCACAAGAGTACCACTTGCATCGGCCAGTTCATTTCTGATTTCAAAGTTGGTATAAATGTTGCCTTTGGGATTGGCATTTACGGGCTATGTAACAGGTGTTTTAGAACCAGATGATGCTACAGGAATGGGGACCAAGGGAACAGAAACAGGGACGACAGGAGGTTGAATGAATTCTTCCTTCTTGATTACTTCGAAACCTTCATCTTCCTGCGTGCTTGCTTCTTCGGATTTGAGCATGTAATCTTCGACTGTATCAAATCTCTTCTTGATAAAGTTGGTTGGTTGTTCTGGTTGCTTGCTGTCCAAACGAATAATCTTGCGTGGTCTATCGTTGGCGTCAGCATCGATTGTTACGGTAACAGGCTAACTGGGTTGGTTGGAAGGAACAATGGTAAACTCGACAACTTTGCTGGGTGCATGTCTCTTTTCACCCGAGACGGTCGAGGTTCTGGGATTGGCATTCTTGAACATGGTACGGGCAGCGGGTTTCATGTTGTATGTAATGTGTGGATTTGGTTGTGGGGGACCGGGTTGAGTGTTTCGAAAAGTTACGGACCAAACGATTCTTGTTTTGAAAGCAAAGGCAACAAATTTTTATTTTTGCAGTGGTTCGTTCAAAAAGTTGTGCCTCAAAAAAATGTGCGTTTGATGTTTTCGAATTTTGTCTGGACCAGAGTTTGCAAACATTTTTTGTCAAATAAATTTTTTTTGTGTTGCATAGAGTTACCATTATTGTTCGAACATGCTTTCCAATATTTTGAAGCGACTCATGTCCATGACATATCTATCGTTGGGATTGTCAAAGTTTGGAAGGTCAACCTTGTAATGAAATATGGTATCTTCAATCGTGCCACGAGAATTACTTCTAAGGTTGCCAACCATACACTCATACGAATTCTTTGTACAACAGTCAAATGCAGCTTCAAACTGTTCAAAAGTTGGAAACACACCAAAATATTGTTTCCAAAGCAACTTGCGTGCCTTTTTGTCATGGTTCGCAAAAGCAAAAACATAGTCGACTTGTTGTGTCAACTAACGAGGTATTGCTAGCGGCATCTAAAAACTAAATATTCCACTGATTGAATAATTGTATCGATGAAAGTAGATGCTTTTCAATACACTTTCTCGAAATTGCTTCTTGCAGTGAAATAGATCGTCGAACAAAAACATGAAACCTTTCCATTTTTTTGTTCTATAATGCAGCATCCGAACAGCTACTTTCAAGATATTTCTAATACGATCAAAGTCTGGTTCACCAGCGAATATCTACAATTGATGCATATACTCGCTAGCGTGTTTACAATTTTGACGATACCTCGAAAAATAGCATGCCTAGTCAAATTCGCCCTTCTTGTACAATGTTCTAAACAAATCTTCCATCAATAAACTCTTGCCACTTTTTGGTCCGCCATAAATATGAATCAACTTGTCATTCCTGACAAACATGGACTAAGTGTCAAACTTTTTCAAGAATATATCCATCTTTGCAACTTTGGATGTTTACTTTTTGTATCTGAACCACATATTTGCATAGACAACCAATTCAATCGAACAAGTAACAACAATAAAGAATAAACAATATCCAACGAAACAATCATTTTAATAGTAGTTTACTTAGGCAGACTTTGCAGCAGCAACAGGAGCGGCAACGGGTGCAGCAGCCTGGACGGGAGCAGGAGCAGCAACATCTTCATCAATCATGTAAAAGTTGCGAGAACCCTCGGTGCCCATAAAGCTAGGTCTGGTTCCATCAGCGCTAATATTAGCAGGGAAATCACCGCTCACATCATTGGCCTTGGGGTCCATGAACAGAGGGGGAATGAAGCCATTGTCCTCAACAAATGACAATCCATCGGGCTTGACATAATCCGAGCCAGCAGCAGCAGTTGCCTGAACGGATGGGTTGTTGACATCGGGAAGAACAACATCTCTCAAAGTACCAAGGGGATAGACGGCGGCACCTGCGGTTCTGACACGTGCAGTCTTGACACCAACGGAAGCCTTGATCTTCTTGTAAATGGCGCTAACGACGGCAATCAGAACGACGAGACCGAGAATGGACAAAAGAGTCAAACCAACGATGCCAGTAATGCCGACAAGCTTGGGATGTCTGGTTTGAATGTTCCAGAACTTGTTTTCAAGGCCTTGGACGGCGTTCTTGAGTTGGGAAATGTTGATTGCGTTCTTTTGGGGGCTGCTCATGGTTGACTTGGGAGTTTTTTTCCGAATCGAAAAGATAACTTTTTTTATAGAAAAGAAAAAAGAGAGAGTGGTTGCTGTTTTACTCAGGCGCTAGGAAAATTTTTACATGTCGGCGCATGTTTCGTGTTTTGGTTGGTTGGTTAGTTGGTTGTTCACAATAAGCCAGCACAAAATTTTTTTGGATTTCCAGGCTCAAAAAAAATAAAGCCAACTTTGCTGTTTGTTTTATTATTACTCTGTAACAGACACTTTATGAACATGGTTGGCTACAGCTGCTCACATTCATTGTTTATCAGTGCGCTATCTCTTGGCAGCACTACGTGGACTTGTTCGTCTTTGTTCTTGCTCTCCGTTGCCGCGTTCACTTGCACCATCATCACCGGCTTCTTCATTTTCAAAGTCGGGATCGGAAATACGAAAACGCTTACGACCTGAAGGACTTGTTACCGAACCAGTGGGCGAATTTGCAGCGGACAAATCGGTAGAGGTAGCACTTGAAACTGCACCAGAAGCAGAAGCATCAGAAGTATTACCGGAAGCAGCAGCAGACGTTCCCCTATTTATAACCTCACCCTCACGCCTAGGACGAATTCCAAAACACCAATTATCCGAAGTCGTTCTTCCTTCCCATTCATCTATATGTGGTTCCATCGTTATTTTGTTCTCATGAAATACGACAGTAAGTTGTTCTTGGTTCAGCTTGTGGACAGATCGTTCATAACTGTTGTTGATGCAAAAGGTTCGATACATTTCTCTAAACTTTTTGAGTGGCATCTTTGAATCCGATTCGACAACAATATCGCCAGAATCCATGAATGCCGACAGTGCATTAACGGCACACTTGACACGCTTCTTGGTATCGTGGAAGTATGGTGGCAAAACCTTCCAAATATCCTGAGCGCCATACTTTTTGTACATGTCCTAATAGGCACTGTTGCACTTGACAATAAGTCTTGGCAATTCCTACAACATTTCCTAAAACATGTTGGGATTACCATCCTTGACCAACTGATTGAATTCGACCACAACCAAACGACGCGACATACTGCCGGCAGCATCAATCCAATTGGCCAATTCGTTACCAAAGAACATACCCGGCACGGTCCAGGTTCGCTGTTTGGCGTCCTTAAATTTGGTTGCAATGGACATTTCTTCACCGGAAATCATGGACTGCAGGTCGGCTTGATTGAGACCAAACTTTTCCTTGACTTCCAAACAGACGAACATGAACTTGTCTGCAATGGGCGCCAAACCAAACTTTTCTTCAATGTTGGACGAAATGACGGCAACGTCGGCTTGATTGTAGAATCGGGCAGCAATCTTACCCAATGTCGATTTACCGCTACCGGCAACACCCTTGATGAACATGAGCACCTGCCAAGTGTCCAAATCACCAACATTATAGATGTTGCGACCCAAAAATGCATAAATCCACTTGCATACTTCGGGAGGTAATTGTTGGTAGGTCAAAATCGACTAAAAGACTGGCGTTGCGATATCATACCAATCATTGTTCTTGATGTCTTCTTCATCGCACTCCATATCGATGTAATTACAGGCGGTGAGATCTGCGGGTATGTCTTTGTCAGTGTAGAGATGAAAAGCGTTAGCAAGTGCATTGTAGATGCCGTTTTTGAAGGAGAAAACGTGGCGATCGGGTTTAAGGTCACGAAATTCTGAATCTTGGCAGGTGAGCAAGTATCTTTCGGCAGCTTCTGCGTTACCCTTGGCCGTTGTTAAGTTGTCCCATTGGGAAAAATTGACGTTCTTGTCGATGCTGCGGTAGATGAATTCCTTGACTTCGCAGACGGGTCTCCATGCTCTGGTTCGGTAGCCTTCTACGGTGACGATTTCTTCGTAGCATTGACCTCTGTAGCGTCTGTAGCCAAGTGTGGTCAGCTGTTGTTCCAAATAAATGATTAGATTCTGATATTTGTTCGTTTTGCTGAGGTCCAGTGGTCTGTAGCGGAACATGGATACCACGTCGGGAACAGGATGGGCGTGTGTTTCTTGTGTTACTCTCATTCCCATGTGCATGTCGGAGATGGTGTAGTAGGTGTGTCTGATGGTTTCGAGCACTTTGCTGAAGCGTTTTTCGTTGACCAGAGTTTCTTCGGTTGCGTTGCCAACGAATTTGTGGTGTTGGAAAAAGGTGTAGACCGAATGTGCATGCCATACTTTGTGGTCGTACATGGCTTTGAGAAGTGCGGGGTCATTTTCCACAAAGTCTCTGTTGATGGTTATTGCTTTGCCATTGATTTTGAATTCGTATTCGAGTATGTTGACTGCCCATTCGTAGAAACGGCTGGGGTTGGTTTCGGGTGTCCACATGTTTTCCAATTCGGTCAGGAGCGTATTAAGTGCATCTTTGCTTATCCGTTCACCCATGACTTGGCGCACAAAGGTGGGATCGAGGAATTGTTTGACGCGGTAGGTGGTTGGTGATGTTGCGGCAATTGTGGCATGCTCGCGTGCATGTGAGGTATTGGTGGAGGAGGATTGATATGCTTGCATTTTTTTATGTCTTCGATTTGTATTTGGTTGGTTGTTGTTGTTTTTTTTGGTAAAGGTCGTACAGCAATAGAAAGAAAAGAAGATGGTGGCAAATATGTGAAGAATTGAAAAAAAATGTTTTTTTGTTTCGTTCACGTCCCGTATTAAAAAAATGTAACCATGAAAAATATTGTTGCCATGTTTGACAAGTAATAACATGCACGAAACGTAAATTGGACATGTGCTACTTGTCATTTAACAACACACAGTACCGAACAAGCGAATTCCCCTTGTGCAATGTAAAACACTAGCACATCTCAACCAACCAATCAACCCCAACAAACAATATCGCTTCACTTGGGAAATACAAACCATGAACACAATCACCAAACCGTTCATCCAAATCGACCAAGCAGTCGACATTCTCGAACAAATGATTCGACACTGCAGGGCTGGTCAACCTCGTCCCAAATTCGAACTTGAATCAAGACTCGGTCGTCTCGTCGCCACACCCCAAGGTCATCGTTTTGTTCCGGGCGTCTCTCCGGACGAATGGGGACGTATTCTTCAAATGCTGCACTCTTTCAAGTATTGGGACAGTATTGACAATTGGCGCGAGATGAATGTTACCTTTTACAAGGTGGGCGAACAAATGTACAGAACATCATTCATTTCGTCGACTGACGGCCACGAAGAACCCAAGGTTGAAACATTGATCAAGCACAAGATTGATTCGATTGATTTTGTACAATAGTAGCGTATACCTTTGCAACCTTAGACAACAATGGAACACCAACCTCAATAGCCGCTACAACATCAACAGCCGCAACAGCCGCAACAGATTCTTTAGAATCACTTAGTCGAACATGTTCGACAACAACAGGACGAAAATGTTGAACCTTCTGCCATTCGTGTCTCCATAGCAGAAGAAATACAGGTCGATCCCAAGAACATACCCAACATGGTCAATCCTAGTTTCGTACGCATCATGCAAAGAAAGTCCTTTTACTACAGACCACGCGATCTCGACAGAGCCTTGTGGAGATTTGATTGTAGCATGGTCTGGTCTGGATCGAGTAAGAGTGATGCCGAAGAAAAATAGAGAACATAGTTACCTGACTGCGAAGTTGAAGTGGAATGTTTGGATATTGATTACATATTGAACCATTATTAGCGCAACGAAAATCTGATTGCAGAAAGTTTACTTGTAAAAACATGCGACTTGTTGCCGAATTCACCAAGTGCAATCAATATGATGCGACCAAATCAGAGTAGACCAGATTGTCCCATCAAGTATTTGTTGGCGCCAGTGTTTCGATATTGATTGTTGTACTCATTAAACGATTTGAACATACTTGTAAATGTAATTCGTGAACCAAAAAAAATAATTTGTCTACTTTTCCGGCAAGCAGCCAGCACAACAAAAAAAGTTTTTTCCGTTCTCTTTTGTTTGTTTGCCCCTCATACACAACATGTCCTCAGTTACCACCAACAACACAACACGTACAATCACAACTGTACTATTAAACCAGTCCACAGAAACAGACATCAATGCAGCAATTCGCACTGCGCATGTACTGGATGCTGGCCAGCGACTATTTACGGATGTCGATGGGACATATTGGCAATAGCTTCATCGCTTCTAGGTTACTGAACATCTGAAAAGAGAAGAATGCGGTATCGTACCTCCAACTTCATTTGTAATCATGTGGCGCAAAGCCGTTGTGCAGGATGGTGTTTGGTTCATGCCGACACTGCCACCGCCAATGGATGTCAAGTTGATTCCTGGCGATGCATTACTTTTGAGCATTGGAAGTGGCATCGGAGGAACCATACCTGACTCGTTATCGATGGAAACTTTGGCATGGATGTTTTCTCGTTGGAAGAATTTACCGGGTCTTGTAGAGCAGCGACCATTGGGTCCTTAGGGAACATCGGTTCAATCGTCTGGACATTCCAAGAGGAAATCGGCTTCTGCTTCTGCTTCTGCAACCAACAATAGACGCGAAGAATCAGCAGCAGATGATTCTACTTCTGTCATTTCTGAAAGTGCAATGGAGTCGTCTGAGATTGATGCAACGGAAAATAGTGAAGTTGACAAACGCGAAGATGAGACAACTGAACAAGACGAAAGTAGCAGACCAATCAACGATGACGATGAACCTATTGTTTCGAGGGATGTCATGGATGACAGTTATGACAACGACGACGCTTAGGATGACGAGGATGACGGTGTGGATTTGATGGACGATGTTGATGTCGATATGCCGGATGATGTAGATATTGATGATGATGTTGTTTTGGAAGAATGAATAAACGTACAAGAGTACAGTAAATTTCGCTACTTGTTGCCTTTTTGTGTATCTGTCATTTCAAACAAACAAACAAACAAACAATAACATCCATATTTTTCGCATTCATTTCAACCAACCATACCAATGTCCAAGTTTGGAATCATTACAGTAAAACAGGGTTTAGTCATTCAAGGCAACACTTAGGCACGTTCAGTAAAGGATTTGATTGTTTCGTTGGGTGGAGTCAAGAATAGTAGTAAGAATTATTGGTTTGTTGCAGTTGAAGATCCCGTTAATGTTGACAATATTGTTGCGAGGCTGTAGACCATTAATTTCAAGTCTGCCAGAACTACAATGGCCATGTTGGATGACACTGATGAATCCGAAACTTAGGACACATCCTCAAGCAGCGATGACGAAGAAGAAGAGAATATTGTGGACCCAGATTCTTCAACCATAGAACACCTTGACCAACAATAGTATGTAATAACAGGTCACGACAAATACGGAAATCCCATTTATGAACATCGCATAGTAGCAGAATCTGTTTATGGACCACTTAGACCCGGAGATGAAGTACATCATATCAATAGAATCAAAAATGATAACAGACCGCAGAATCTGGTAGTCTTGTCCAAAAGAGCACATCGTAAACTGCATCGAACTGCCGGATGGCATAGCATGTGTGGTTCAAGTCCTTGTTTCAAGTGCGGATAGACTGGGCACTGGAGTGAAACTTGTGTTATTGCGGGTGTTTCCAAATAGCAGTGGTCATCGAAAAACAAAAAGAGAAGAAGCAAAAAATGGAATCGAACGAGAACTGCCAAATAAAAAAAATGGGCCACACTTTTTTTCTTGACCAAAGCACAAAAAGCAAAAAAATCTTTTTCCCCTTGTCAGCAAACAAACTGAACCTGACAAATATGGCCCACTTAAAGACACCAAAACACATTACACTTCGCGGTCACGATTTCATTCTGTCAGATGTTGCAGCAGATGGTTCATGCATGTACAGATCAGTCGCAGTTTGCATGTTTCACTCAGTCGGCATCAACTCAGATAGTTTTGTAAGAGCAGGTTTAGGTCGAAGCATTGATGACGACAATTTCTAGTCACCTCAACAAGCAGTTGTTGCCATATTGGCGAGGTGGCTCAAGTTTTATGTTCATGTCATGTTGTTTACGCATGTGCCCATTTAGAATATTTACTTTGATTCAGGTATAGTGAACTGCAAAAACATCATTCCCATCACAACTGAAGAAACAATGCAAAGTATGATTAGCAAAACATATGGTACAACCATGGACGCCAAATCAGAACCCATATTTACTTGGAAGGCAATTCCATCGTTGGCCTGTGTTTTCAAGTGGCTGTTCAATATTCCCAAAAAGCATCCAAACTTGTCCGAACAGTTTCACTAGCCATAGCAATAGCAACAATTATTATTGTAGGTTTATCCTTTGCTGAACCCAATGTAGCAGGGTCTGTTGAAATTAGGTAACGATTCACCCTTGAGACTTGCAACACTTGAAGAAGCAAGAGAAAAATTCAAAAGTGCAGGCTTGTTGGAAGAATTTGACAATATTACCATCGATATGATCGACAATGTTGGATTTGCAGAAGATGAAAAAGAAAAGAATCCCGATACGATTTGGCAAAGAGTGGCCGAAATTACATCCAAATTCGAAACATTTGCCGGTCACTCGGAAATCTTGTTGTTGCGCAGACTTTTCAACAGTACAATGAAACTCAATAATGGTTTTTGGAATCACATTGTTATTGCAGCACCTGTTTCGGCCTATATTGCAGACATTATCGATTTGAACAAGGATGGATTCAGTTTGGATGCCGATTTGTTTGTTCTTTTGCAGGGAAATCACTACAGACCATTGTTATTACCGAGTAATACTCAACAAGATCAACAACAGCTGAGCGAAAAGTTGACAAAAGAACATTAGGCTGCAGAAAAGAGACTGTAGCAATAGCAACAATAGCAAAACTTGATTCGATTCGAACAAGAAAAAGCCAACATGCTTCAAAGTGTCGAGTAGGCAATCTTGTTGAGACAAAATGATGTTATACACATACAAAAACAAATGTTGGAACTCGAAAAATAGAGACATGCTTTGGAAGCGACTATGCATAACAGTTTGAAAATGGTTGAACATGCTCGATAGCGCAAAGAACAGATTGCAAGTATCAAGTTACAGAATGGATAGTTTATTTTGCCCGTAACTGTCAACAATAACAACAGACCCGAACCACCCGTCACTGTAACGAAGCCAGTTGATGATTGGTTGTTGTCATAGTCCAAGGGTAAGGACCTTCAAATGATGAACTATGTGTTGAAGCGAATGTTGAATAGGCAGTAAAAAAATAAATTTTGCTTCTGAGGTTCAGTGGTTGGTTGGTCACAAAAATATTTTTTGAAAGTTGCCAGCTTTCGCAACAGAGTAAAAATTTTTTGGAGGTCCAAGGTTTCGAAAACAGTTTTGAGTCTGCACTGGTCCAAAAAATTTTTGAGGTCCAAACTTTTCTAGTTTTTTTTGATGTCTGGGTTTCAAAAAATTTTGCCAATATCAACCAGTCCAAAAAAATATTTTGACGTTCAAACAGGTTCAAAAAATAAACTTCATTATACAAGTTACAAAGGGTCCAAGTCCATGATGGGAGGTGGTAAACCTTGGTCCGGCTTTTTGGTCTTGGCCTGTTTCTTTTTTGCCTTTGGTTTTGAGGCCGCCGCATCTCCAGTCGTTTTCTGACGCTTCTTTTTGGGTTTTTCTTCTTCCTCGGGTTCTTCAGCATCTTGGTCGGCCTTTCTCTTTTTGCTCGACTTGACGGGTTTGGGTTCGCCGGGTTCAGAGGCCTGCTTTTTGGCCCTGGGTTTGCGAGGCTTCTTGGTTGCTGCTTCCTGTTCCTTTTGAATGTACTTCTTTAAGTAGTAAATTCCTTGTAGAATACTGTCGCTTAAATCATCACGCTTCTTTTCAGCCTCAATTACCTTGATGTAGGGTCTGCACCCTTCATGCTCCTCCATCAAAGCCAAACATCTTTGGACAGCCGTGTTTTTGTTTTGCTTGTACTTGCTTTTGGTCTTACTAACCTTTACCTACTTGATAATTGTTCTGCCACTGGGCAATTTGAAAGCAAGAGGACGTGTTTTGGTTTCTGCTTCTTCGGCTTCAGCTTCGGTCTCATTGTCGTCAAGATCAATCACTTCATCTTCTTCAAGAACGTCAAGCGTAGCCTAGGTCGCTTCTTCTATCTATTCATCTGTCAACTCATTATCGGCCTGTTCAAACTCGTCTTTGTGAATTGACGTGCCACCGCCCAGTAAAGAGTTATCCAACTTGTGAACAGCACTCTAAAACACAACATCAGGCACTTTGGCTCCAGCTGGCAATATTTCACTGCCTTTCCACAAGAACAAGTCCAAAAAGAACTGACGGAGCGCGGTTGCCATGCACTGCATCTTCTTGTTCAAATTCGGCTATAACTCTTCGACCACTGCGATTGTTTCGGCATCATCAGACAAATTGCTAAACAATTGTTCGTAACTTTTGTGCATGTATTCTGTCAAAATAAGTTGTGTTTTGTCAGGCGATACTTTGTTGACATTCACGTCGCAATGTCCTGTTTCCGCGAAAATATCAGCGAGTTTCAAGAATTCGATTCTAATGGCTCCAGTAACACGATTTACAGCGACAACTGATTCTGCTAAATGTTTTAGTCCAAAATCGAAACTTAATACTCGAATCCAATCTTTGCGGTGTGAAGCGGATGCTGATGATGCACTGTCGTCGCTGGTGTTGAAAATTTGTGTGAACGAAGGCGGCGTGGACATAATTGTTACTACAAATGTTTTTTTATCTTGATATTTGCTTATTTATTTTTTTGAATTGTCTAGCAACATACCAATTTTTTATTCTCTCTTTACATGTCTCCATCTAAACCCGGCAGCGCTTCTGTCCATACGGTTAATAATATTTGCTATAGACGTGAAGTTAATATTTAATGCTTTTGCAGCGGCAACGGTACTTGGATATGTGTTAATAACAACACCTTCTAAGGATAACTATTCGACTGATTTTGCTCTACTACCTGTTTTTCGCTAATCAATTGGTTGTTCATTTTCATAACGCCATCTATAACCACATGCTAGCCGACTATATCCAGATGCACAATTACTTATATGAGTAAAATTTACACCCATGACACGAGCAGCTTCTGACGCACTTCTAAATCTCGCAATCTCGTTTCCATCTATATCCATTTGTATAACAGGTTTTGCAGTGGGGTTTAGTCCGGTGTCCACAGCGTGTTGTGCATTTTCCTAGCTAGTATTCCATTCTAAGTTTTCTACCCTATTGTCTCTCGTAATGCCATTTTTATGATTTACTATCGGCTTATTATCAGGATTTGGAATAAATGCTTCCGCTACCAGTCTATGCACCTAAAATGATTTTGGTTTGCCATCTTGAGACAAACCTACAACAGAGTAAGGCCCGTTTCCTTGATTCATAAATGTACCAATATGTTTCGAATACACTTCTCCATCTGGGGTGACTAAGTATTCTGGAAAGTCTTTGATTGCAACTCCATCTGCTGGTGGAGCGCATGTCGGATTTCGCGCTGCGCCTTTTGGTACTAATCCTGTGGCATGTGCATGTATTCTATTTCCACTTGCATCTGTCCATTCAAGATTTTCCAACGTATTGTTTGTTTTATTACCATCTATGTGGTTAACCATATCGTATTCATCCGGTTTTGTTAAAAATGCTTTTGCAACCAGAATATGCACGTAAAAGTTTTTGTGTTTCTGTTTTCCATCCGGTAAACTTACACTTATATATCCGCGGTTCCCTTTTGTGCCCGTCATAGGTCTCTATGTATCCTTATTGCGAACTCTTCCATTAGATGATACTTCATATTTGTGGTTGCCGACTACATCTCGCCACTCTTCTTCGGATTGTGCTGTTGTGTGTGGCATGTTTTAGAATAAATGTAAAGAGAAAGAGAATTTTTTTGGTGGGTGTTCAGAAACAAGTTTTTAAATTTTTGCTTTGTCCAGATTTCAAAAGTTGTATTTTTTGCGTTCAACAAAATCCAAACAAATGTCAACTTCATCATCGTCAAATACTAAATACGTGCTTTCGGCCGATGTAGGATACTTTCACCTTGGATTGGCTTGGTGTTCAATAGATGAAGATTACAAATTCCAACAAGTTGAGTGTGTTAGATTAGTAAACTTGACACAAATGATGCACAATACTGTCAAGGTTGAAGATTGCAAGTTACATCATACCAAAAACGTTTGCGACTACATTGCACACTTTAATTAGGAGTACGGTCCTTACATCGAACAATGTGACTGGGTCTTGATTGAAAAACAACCCCCAGCAGGTTTGGTTGCAGTTGAACAACTTTTGATGATGAGTTATCGCGACAAGGCTGTTTTGGTTTATCCAAATTCAATGCATGCACACTTTGGTCTACCTTAGAATCAATATGAAACTCGTAAAGACTTGGTTACATCTATTGCCAAAACATACATGTCTTAGCAAGCACTGACAGAATTGGCTTTATTTGAACGCGCCCACGATATATGTGATGCAATTTGTCACTGCGTATGTTGGGCCGCCAAAAAGCACAACGAAATAATGTAGCAACGCCAACAAGAAGAACAACTTCGCAAAAAGGAAGAAGCAGAAAAGAAGTTGGAAGAAATCAACAGATTGCACCAACAACAAATTTATCTGGACAAAGCAGAACACGAGAAAAGATTTCCAGGCGTTCGCTACAATCCATTTGCCAAGTACAAGTATCAAGGTGCAGTGTAGAAACAATAAACTACTCATTTGACCAACTCCATAATCTTTTCATGTACTTGTTTGAGTGTATCCGTGTCGTCAAACAACTACCTCTGCGCCAAATATTTGGCAATGTAATTGGCCATGCAGAGATTGCTGAATGCACGCATCTTCTGAACCTATTGTGGCTCTTCTTTGGTTATGGCAACGTTGACTAATGCTAATACGATAAGAGATATTATCAAAAACATATATATAGCAACTAGGCTCGCCAGTGAAACCCATCCTGCTAAACATAAACATAACACAATTGCAAACAACAAAAATATAAATCCAACTGCATATACAATCCATCTCAGTTCTTGTTCTCGCTATTGTTTCTATTTATCGGTTGTGGAATCGAAATATGTGTCGGCCGTGCTAACCAACTTTTTGAACCAAGAGTCGAACAATTCCTTCAATTCGTAACCTTGACTATTGTATTCCTGTAACCAAGGTTCAGCATTTTCGAAAATAACAGCTGCTTTAGCTTCGATAGGGTCCCAGTCAAAAGTAGTAAGTTCGATTTGGAGTAATCCATTGATCTTGTCCTTGAATAGTTTCTTTTGTTTCTCAAGTCCAAGTTTCTGGTCCATTTGGATGCACATTTCCAGAGCAGTTGAAGTTTGAGTGGTTTCCATTCTTTGATAGGGAAAGGGTCGACGTTGTTCAAAAAATAATTTTTGTATTAGGTTGCCTTGTACACAACAAACTTGTTTTTAGAATTTTTGGACCGGGAAATCTTGTCAACTGCATACTCACTAAACAATTGATACAAATGATCAAGCACTCGATTCGTATCACAACTTGATTTGCCAAAAAACTTGACAGCCTTTTGAGCAGTATCGGATTTTTTGGAAGTATGACTGATACAAATATCCTTGGGCAATAATTTGTCATCCACCACATGAACCAAATCAACATCCAGAAATACAAATTGCCAACCTTTTGGAAATTTTAGGACTCTATTGTTGTCCAAAACATAATATCTGTCGCAGTTCACCCAACGCATACCAATATTTGCTTGACTTGTGTCGTATACTTCCATTTTCAAATACTTGGCTACGCACCATACAGAATAAATGGCTTCAAATACGAATACATCATTCAACACATCTCCATTTTTCAAATATGAACACAAATCGCACGAAACCCTTTCCATACTGAGGTAATACGGATTTTTGGGCAATCTTTGAGGAAAGTTTTTGCCTATCATCTCTTCATCTTTCCATTGTCCATAAGTTTCAATATGAGGTATTGCACCAAATATGTTTTTCTTGACGAGTCGTTCAAGCTACAAAAAAGATTTTACCTGCTCCTTGCCCGATTCTTGTTCATAAAAATATTTGAAAACATTTTTGGATTTGGGAAACTGCATAACAATGCCTTGCTTGCCGCCTCCCAGAATATGAAAGTAGTCTTTGTTTGTCTTGTTCATGAAATATGTATATTTACTACGTGCATAGGTTATTTGTATCAGACACAATGAATGTAAAAAAAATCGTACATAAATCAACGACGTCAAGTATGGCACATCCAAATGTCACAAAAAATACACAGCGAACAAGTCGGCAACGAACTTGACAGGAACACCTCTTGCTTTTAAAGGTCGAACACAACTTGACACCCCCCCTTCCAAAACAGCCAACCCAACATTCTTTCGCCTCACACCCCTTCCCTTCTGCCAACCATCGACCAACAACACCACAATGGCTACAGTCATCAACCGCAAACGTTCACTCAGCACAGACGACCAGCAGACCAGTCAACCCATACAAAAGCTGTCCAGACCAGACCCATCATCATGCCGAATTCTTCCATACCACCTTCGCGACCTTACACTCAACTTCTGTGGTATGCACACCAACTGTGCTTAGCCAATAGAAGAACTCATTGGTCGCTACAGTACAGACACCTCTCGTCAATATTTTGTCTATTCATTCGTCATTGCCTGCGCCACCTTCTAGGACCTCTTTGATTTTATGCGTCGCTATGGATCAGTCTTTAAGAGCAAGCCACATCTCGATTACATGTTCGATATTTGGAATCTCGATGATAGCAAAGTTACATCAATTCCGCGTAGTTTGTTTCCTCGCCACAGTGGCAAATGGACCATATCTGTTAGCACAGACGTGCACGAAGATGCCACTGCTTGTGTGGTAGACTTGTCGAGTTTTACAGCCAACAATCTCGAACTCTAGTGTGAACTGCTCATAAATATTTAGGACTTGGATCTGCTTTAGCACTATGCACACATTGAACAACGCAGTATCGTAGTTTTTGTCGATCCACGTTACGAATTGTAGGTCAGCAACGATACTATTGCGCTTCACTTGCCCATGGTAACAGAATTGCATGTTACCTGCCCGGACTCTTCTGGCGATTTTGAGGATATGCTTGATAGTCTTAATGAGATTAGAAACGATATGGATAGAATTATGCCTCATTGTAAGAAATTGCGTACTCTTACCATCACGGGAAATAACGAACACGACCAACACATAGCGTCACATGTTTTGTGTGGTATGTTCGAATTAGGCGTATAGTTGGAAAACATCAATATCATTTGTGACATTGGCACAACATATAGCATCGTAGGAGATGCAATGAAATTTGCTAAGCTGCGCAGTCTGGGCTTTGGCTTTGAGACAAGTCGTAAATTGTTACATAAGTTATCGTAGAAAATAGGTTGGCTTACTGCACGAACAACGAGTTTAGGTCATTCCGTTACATTAGCCGTGCATAAAGACTGTAAGGTTATGCAAGAAGAAGCATTTTATGAGTGGCATGCGTTTCTGCAATCCGCCAAGCATTGCTTTAGGAGTAGTGTATTGAATAGTGTTAGAGGTTCAGGAAATCGTATCCTATGGGAAGATTTGCATTCTTTTGCTTGTATCATGCCCAAAGACGTCGATTTTGTTGCCACCGATGGATCTGTTGTATGTGTAAGTTATTAGTAAAGTGTTTATTATTGTTACATGGTTTCCAAAGAGTCCAAGAATTTTTTGATGCGGTCAAAGTAGTCTGTTCCCATTCTTTCGACAATTTCATCGTGGTTACCACCATAAACTATTGTCATACGATTCAACTTGTTTAGCAATCTGATGGATTCAAATAATCTTTCACCGTGTGAGATTGGAACAACCTAGTCTTTGTTACCATGGATGATGTACACAGGACAGCCGACGTATGCAATATTTTTCCATGTAGGAAACATGTCGACCAAACTAGCAAATGATGATTCTGTTTGTGTTTGCGAAATGGACAAGAAGGGACTCTGCAATACAAGACCACCAACAGGCTAATCATTTTGAGCAAGTTTATGTGCTGCACCCACGGAAACACCTGTTCCTAACGAGATGCCAAATAGTATCATGTTTCGATAGTCGATTCTATAATACAGGTTGAGATGTTTCAGTGTTGCCAATAAACTATCATAGCATCCTTCTTCACTTGGCGATTCTTCTCCTATGAGACCATTGTAACCCAAATATTCGTAAACAACAACGGGCAAACCTGTTTGTTTGTGCAGTTCATGGGCCAATGTGTACATCATTTCTATGTTGCAGGCATTTCCATGACTCAAAACAATTACTTTGCCTAGTGAAGTCAGGGACGGATATATACTACCGGCAGTTTGTCTGTCCTTGCCCACCCAATACATTAGTGTCTTGCGCTTGGCGTCAATCTGAACGGTTTCCCACTGGAGGTAACTATTAATTGGAATGAATCCATCGTGTGCACTAGGAGGATGAAAGACCAAAGGTTTAATGGTCCATGATAGTGAACCTTCGACACTGCTGAGTAAACTTTGTGCGGCACCCATTATGTTTTCTTTGCGTGTGTTTGAAGAAATATTTTTGTTTGTTGTGTGTCCGAAAATAAATTTGTCATTGCCCAAAACTCTGCTCAAGTCCAAAATAAAAAAAATTGTCTCTTAATATTTCTTATTGCTCTCTCTCTCGGACCAGTCACCAAAAACAGGTCATTGAAACTTTACAAAAACGTTACCATCCGGACAAACAAAAGCTGGGAAAAATCCTGCAAACATGGGTTGTCCCGAAACAAGTGCATGCTAATGCAAAAACTGATAATTCGGGACTGCATTGCTCGACCACTGATTCTGCTGATGCATCACCATATTGGTCTCCTAAACGGGCAACATTGGCATCGTTGGTAACTGAACCAATGTAGAAACAGGAGGCATAATATACGGATGCTGTGCAGAAAGATCGTGCGGTAGCTGCTGAGGTATTTGTGGCAGCGGAGAAATCTGTGGCAACTAATACTGCGCCAACTACTGCACAAACTACTATTGCTGGGAAAACTAAACAATACAATGTCAGTGTACAAGTGATTTCGAGCAAAGCAAATAAAAAAAACGTCGGACACTATTACTACATACCTCCAATCGCGGACGCTTTTCCGGTGCTTGAGTTTCTACTTTTGGTGCATTTTTTTGGACAGTGGTCATTTGTGCAATGGCAGCTTCAATTTCCATGCGCTCAACGCTTCTCTTTCTGCCTCTTTTGGATGGTCCTTGAAGCAAATCAACATCGGTGGCTAATTTTCTGGCAGGCACACGAACCGTTTTGGTGGCCTTGTTTTGCGTCTCCAAAAACTTTTTGGAACCTGGACTATGATCAATGAACCTGAGTGGCTGTTGCAGTCGAACATGTTCGACCATTTGGATCGGGCGATCATGCAGCTACTAAACATGTTCAGGAAGAACCGGCTGCTGTTGTGCGTGGCCAGTAAAATTCTGATGCTGTCGAACATGTTCGACTATTTGACTCTACAGAATCGGCTACAACGACTACATATTTTGCATTTGTCAAATTGACCAAATAAGAAGGCTTTTGCGTACGAGGAAAAGAGTATAGTTGATTTTTTTTGTTGTACGAATCCTTTTGTGGCAAATTGAACAGATTCGGTAAGACATCCAGAGACAAAATCTTGGATGACAGTCGGTGAGTTTTGTGCGCACGTGGCATTTTATTTGCTCCATTTTTTCTCTTTACTGCCAACTTTTGAACAATGTTACAATTCCAAAACCATCATTGTTATGGTTGTTATTTTCGCTAGTTGTCGGCGCATTATCCCCCATCTTTGCGTCCAAGGTATCCGAAAGCACCATCAGCCGTTTTTTGTGCATGCTCAGATGCGCTGTTTTTCCATGCAAGACACGTGCTCTGTGAATCTTGAGCGCTGCGACACCGCTTACGATTGGTGCGCTGAAAGACGTTCCTTCTCCAATTGCATAACCGCCTCCTCCTTCTCCGCCGGCAATCGCAACGACAACGTCTTTTCCAACGGCACAGCAGTCGATAAGTGATTGCTGTTGGACACGAGAAATCTAACCCGTCTAAATATCATATGCAACATTACCAACCGAAATGCATTCTTCAAAGGCGGCAGGATAAACTATGCCCGAATTGTCGGAATTACCGGCCGCGCACACTACCAATATGCCTGCTTTGGTTGCTTTTTTAATGGCTTCATGCAGTATGGGCATCTTGTAAGAATGATTCACTGCACGTGTACCTAAACTAAGATTGATAATGTCGACCTTTTCTTTGGTTGTAGCATGTTCAATTGCTCGGGCAATGATTGATTCGTCTGCAACGCTCTGACCTTCCGAATCCACGCTAAATACGGAATAACTGATGATCTCGGCACCCGGTGCAACGCCAATGTAGGGCTAGGCAGAATCGTCGCAGTAACCTGCTATGAGTGCAGCAACAGCCGTTCCGTGATCGTTTGGTTCTGAGGTTGCAACCTAGATCAGTTGAACCTGTTTCACCTTTGGTCCTGAACCCGTTCCCCTTCTGAGAGCAGGATGCGTATGGTCAACGCAAGTGTCTACAACGGCCACCTTGACCCCACTTCCATCGAATCCCTCTGCGTGCATCTGCCGAGCGCCTGTCAAGTAGACCGACAACGGCATTCCAAACCTTACGAGTCCATCCCTGCGAGCATCTTCATAGTTGCCCATGGCCGTAAAGCATGCACTATCATGATAGAGGTGGATCGTGTCGGGTAAATCGGTGGCGGTTGTGTTGTTGTGATTGGGTGGTTTTTTATTATGTATGTGTTTATTGATGTTACTCGGCATAGTAACAGTTAATAAATATGAGCGGTATGACTTTACATCGACGCTTTGCTTTTTTCGGTGGCATGTCGAGTTGTTCAGGGACCAGACGCAAACAAACAAAATACATTTTCTTCTTCTTCTTCTTTGGACCTCGCCCTTAACATGAGCCACGATAATCAGCAACGCAACTATGCCTATGATGAAGTGATAGTCTACGGAGATACCGATTTTGTGTTACCAATAGTAGTTGACGGAAAAGTAGTAATAATAGATAGTCCAGACGGATACTCTTGTAGGGAAGATGCGTATTTCATTTGGGACGATGCTACCGACCAATACACGAGAGTTGCTCGCAAAAGAAGTGAACCAAAATTATTGGTGCCAAATCAAAAAGACTGGGAGTTATATTTGGAAGAATTGGATATGTCGACATACACAACACAAACAAATGGCAGCACATTACACTTATCAAACTTGTTTGACGATTTGGATGTTGACGACTAAATACAATTTTTGTATCGTCTGCGTAAATACAATTTTTGTATCGTCTGCGTAAATACAATTTTTGTATCATCTACGTGTAAACAAAGAATAGTTGCTTCTTTTTTTTCTATCTGAACACATACGATGTCAGCACAAAATAATGTTAACCAACGCTTGCTCGCTCAAATTGCCCAAGAAGAGCGCGAATATCAAGAACAGCTGAACAGAGCCAACAGAGTTTAGTTTGGTGCAACCATGGGTAATATGCCTGAACCCGGTGCTGTAAGAATAGACCATGTGAGCAGCAATCGTTATTAGGACATGCAACAGTTCCTGTAGGCCTATGCAAAAACCTATCCCAAAACGACACCTCTCGAAAAGCTGTTTTTACAAGGTTTTCCTTCTGTCTACGATGCAATCGAAAAACATATTGACAAATTGTCGGGTGGCAAATTTACGGTTGCATTGGACCAAGATCTCATCAATGTGATTCACCAATTCGTGGAAAGTAGCAACTCGACCATGCAAGGCGGTTCCATTCTGCCCGTAAACCAAGAAACCGTTAATCAACTCTTGGTCCGCTTCATGTACGATCGCAAAACGGAATACGAAGCCATGTTAGTTGCTCAGAAGCGTGCAGCCTAGGAACGTATGTATTATATGCCCAGCATGCCACAGATGCGCGATTCTGATAGAGGCATCGAAGCCAATCACAAGTTTTTCAAGGATTAGCCTTTTAGTGTTTAGTAGCGTGAAGACTATTTGAAACAGATGGGTGTTGGTGTCAATCGTACTAAGCGCACTCCGTGGTAAACCGTAAACATGTACAGTAAATAACTTAGCAAACAATAACAGCAATAAAACAATAATGTTCAAGTTTACTATTGAATCACCTATACATATGTTTTTTGCAAATTCTGAGTGACCTCTTTGGATTTGATTCCATGACCAAGTGTGTCGACGAGTTGTTGTGAAGGGTGCCTGCGCGCAATCAAGATTCCTTTATCCAGAAAATTGTTCAACTCGTCGATTCTTTTTAGTATGACCGGGTCCTAAACTTTTCTAGACATGACCTCCAATTCACATGTATACAATTCGTCGACCACCAACATGCAATGATAGCGACATTGTGGATCGAACGAGACCAAATCTTGATGTCCGATTTCTTTGCGCAATTCGGAAATCACTTCTGCATGTTTGCGACAGAATTTACCTCCGTGCTATGTCGTCAGAGCCCAAGTATAGTCACAGTTTGTAAACTAGCATTTTAGGTTGTCAGTGTTGGTGGTATTGGGGTCCATATTATTTTTTTTGAAGAGGGCCGGACGGGAACAAGGGTTTTTTTAGTTGCTGCCAGATTTCGTGGTAGATAATATAAATATTCACTTGATATAGTATTATTTATGTATATATTCACATGTGGTCGCATAATTAAATTAATAATAATTTCACAAAACGCTTGCACCCGGAAACACTATAAAAGTCACATTCTGAATTTCAAAAAGCAGCCACTCTCAACAACAACCAACAACTCTCGACAGCAGTAACCAAAAAACTCAGTCATCAACCTTTGTCATCAACTTTAGTAACCAACCAAACACTAACTACTACTAAACAAAAAAATGTCCGCCACTCCTGCTACCATTAACCTTTCCCAACCTATCCACTGCTCTCACCTTACACAGTTTGTGCCCAACTTTTTCTACCACGCACCCGGCAAGAACAAGAAGGGTGGCCAGACCGTCTTTGTCGGATTCAACGAACAGAACCAAGGTCGCGTCAAGGTTCAGCTTTGCTCCACTTTGGGCGAAATTGATGGCTACCTTCGTGCACCCTTTGGCCTGAACAAGCCCATGGAGGGTACTCCTGAAACTGACCGCAAGAGCATGGACGTCAGCATCGAGAACGATACTTTGCTTCAGTTCCTCTTGGCTCTTGACCAAAAGAACAGAGACATGGCCGTTGCAAATCAGGCCCTTTGGTTCAAGGGTAAGAAGGTCGATGCTAATATGATTACTAACATGTGCTACAAACCTCTTGTTACCATGCCCAAGGCTACCGAAAAGGACCCCAACAAGGATCTTAGCAAGTTCAAGCCTACTCTCAAGATGAAGGTTGTTACCAGTGTCTAGGGTGGCACTCGTATCTACAAGCTTCTTGAGAAGAGAGACAATGGCGACGGTACTTTTACTCCTATTATGGTGCCTTGCTACAAGAACGGTGTTGATGAGTCCCAAGGATACGACTACGACCTTTTGGAGAAGGAAAACATGAAGGGTTGTGGTGTTGTTCCTATTGCCGATTGCCGTGGCCTTTGGTTCATGAGCAGCGGTGCCGTGCCTCAGTTTGGCATGACCTTCCAGTGCACTGACATTCTCTTGGTTCCTAGACCCCCTAGCCAGCCTGGTGCATTCATTGTTCCTGGTGGCTCTGCCGTTATTGCCGATCCCAGACAGTTGAATCAGCAGCAGCAGCCTGCCTATCCTGTTGAGGATACCATGCTTCAGATGGAAGATGATGGAAGTATTCTTTGAAGTTTTTGAAGTTCATACCGACATTATATAAATATATTGTCTATTTTACGAGTCTTTTTTTCAAATTTATTGTTGTTGTTTCTTGTTATTGTGCATCTTCTTTTCTGCTTTTTTGACTTTCCAAGCAATCAAGGGCAGCGATCCGAAAAAGTAGGCTCTATACCAAGGTGAGCAATAAATACCATTATACATGGCCATGCTAACTGCACTAGGGTCTTTGGACAGAGAAGAATCAATCATGCGCAGATATTTGACTGACTTTTCTCTGTTATCACTATACCAGTTTGCTTTTGTACATTGATAGAGTCTGATTGGGTTCCACCATGGATAGTAGATAAAGATTATTATTAGTGCCGTCAATACGACCAATAGTCCAATGATGACTCTGAGAATTGTTGCAAGAATGTGATTCATGTGGTCTTTGCCCTTTTTTGTTGTTTGTTCAGAGCAACCCGAAAAAAATCATCCGCTCTTCCGTTACCCCATTCACCTATCTCTGTCACACAAACTACAAATCATGTCTAGTCAACCATATCCATGCAGCGAAGCAAGTAGCGCAGAAAAACTTTAGCAACTTTATGCTCGCAAGGCAGAAATTACAGAGACAATAGACAAACTAAACAACGAACTGAACGACTTGAGATGGCAGATTGCAGAAACACGCCAGAGTGTAATGATCGAAGAAAAGCACGCACAAAACGAACCCTTGCTCGAATTACTGAACTTGCCTGACAATGTTTATGTTCCAAAAACCTTTGAAATTGGCATCACCAGAGGAATGGCGGTCAATAGTTATCACATAAACTACGACGGTATTTGTTTTAGGTTGCCACGCAGGCCAGACCAATTCTATCCCAAAGGATTCGACATTTCAGTGAACGACGAGGTTATTTGTTCACCTTTCGATCCTGTGTTCAAAATACCATTTCTTGTTCAAGTATACTACCAACATCCCAACAAAGTACAAAATTACAGCAGCGAACCACTTGTCGAAAATTTGGAAACCTGCATCGACAAAGCAAAGTAGATACTGGACGGCAAATGGAAGCATGAATTATCCTTTGGCATAGCAATGATGTATTACTGGATTCGCATCTTTTACCAACCCAAAAAGTATGCCCAACAATTAGATGGTCCCTTATACGCTGATCTTTGTCGTCAGTTTACCATGGACGACTGCGACTTTTGAAGAACCCTGTCCTTTTTAAACAAAAAATAGATATCAGTGAAGCAAGAGAAAAAATAAAAAAAATTGTTCGCTCGCCCTAAGATTTTTATAGACGGACAAAAGAAATTGCGAACCGGTTTACTCCAAGTGGCAAACTACCAAAAAAATTTCTAGCCTAAAGTAACAACACAAAGTCGAACTATCACTTTCATTCGAAAAAAAATCATGAACGCATCCGCCCTTCTCAAGCACAAAGTAGAAATCCTCCTCATTGCAGTGTTCGGTCTGCTCGTCCTCGGTATCGTAGGTTGGATTGTTGCATCTGTTGTCAAGAGCGCCAAAGCCAAACAGGCAAGCAGTGCAGTAAAGACAGCTGCCGATGGTGTTAGTCAACAGGTTATCCTCGGAGAACCTCCTTTCTATGAGCAATAGTATGCCGAAGATTCCAGCGCAGGTGCTCCCATGGATGCCTCCAACGTTCCCGCTGCTGCTCCTGTAGTTCAGGATAATGCAGCTACCGGTTTTGGCTCACAACAGGTAAACACTCTTCCTCCCAGCCCTTTGGTTGAAGGACTCGATGGTAAGCAAATTGGCAGCGGTGTCAGCAATTCAAAGATGTCCAACCTTTTGGACGATGACTTTGGTTTCTTCAAGGGCGCCAACGATGAAGAAATTCCCTAGATTCAGGATGGTGCCGGTTTGCCAGCTTCATTCGTTACGGGTCAGATTGATGAACGCAACGATCGCGACAATCTCATCATGCCTCCTCAGGTTACCATGCAAAATTACAAGCAAGCATTGACAACGATGAGTGCTCTTCGTCCCATTTCCGATGGTTTCGGCGGTTCACGAAAGAATATTGGTTTGGATACCAGCATTCGTAGCATGATCGATCCTGCTCCTCAAAGATAGGCTGCTGAGGTAATTCCTGGTATGGTTACCGATGCTTATGTTGATGCTTCTAAGCAGGGAACTAGTGCATTCAACAATGGTATTGCCACCGCAAGTGTTGGTAATGATGCATGGTAATTTGTATGAGATAAATACATCTGTTTTACTTTGTTATATGTTATGCTTCTTCTTGTTGTTGTTACACGTTTATGATGGGCCACAACGGTTTTGATGTTACGTTACAGAGAGTGGTCATGATTCTTGCAGTATGGTCAAAGTTTTGATACAGGGTGAGTTGGTAATGCTGTGGACCAAACCTGTTAGTGTGTCGTTAGAAGATGCAGAGTATCGAAGTCTGAGTTCTGAAGTTTTGAGTCGTTCAAAAATTTTTGGTGCTTCAAACTTTTTTGTCCAGTCTTGGTCTTCTCTGTACAGACTCATTTCTAAATTTTCTATGTAGGGAGCCACCGTTTTTAGAATTCTTTCTACCTTTGGTCCGAGCATCACTCCACACAATTCCAAACTTTTTGCATAAGGAACAAACTACATTGGTAATGGTTCATCCAAATCTCGCATTGTGAGTCTCACCGTTATGCACAACTTGTCTTTGAGATTCAACTTGTTTGCCAAACTTTGGTCCCATTCATCAATCCATCCGCCATATGTACAACTAATCTTGCTAACATTGCCACAGTTGAATAAGGACTATTGACAACGAATTAGTGTTCCTGGACATGTCCATGCAAAATCAAATTCTACCTAGAGATTGTTGGGAGGCACCAAGATGTTTGCTTCCATAAAATCTGGATAGTGGCATACTGCAATCTTGATCTTCTTGTTAACGAACCTTTTGATCCGTTTATACTATTTGTCTGCACGTTGCCAAAATCTGTTGATACTTTCATGGTCGATGCTAGAAAAGTTGTGACTTGCGTCAATGTATGTAACATCAGTATAACAACATTCCTCCACACATTCAAATCGCATAGCAACAGATTGAAATATGCAACGAGGAAGACGATACTTGTCAGCTATAGTGTTCCTTTTATATCCATAAATATCTACAGGATCGAATCTGCTATTGTATCCGTTATGCTCGTACAGGTAAAAACTCAGTATATGAATTACAATATCGATGGGAAGTACATCGGCCATATCTGTTATGTGTGGTTGTTCAAACAATAATAATAATAAATACTTTATATCGTTCACTTGTTCTTTTTCTTTGAAGCAACGTTGGTAACTTTCTTCTTTTTCTGCTGATTGGTTGAAGTAGCGATGGGTGTTCTCTTTCGGAGACGCTCGGATCGTCTAGGCTTGACACCAAATTCATTGTCGGATTTATGGCTGGTGGTAACAGGTTTTTTGAGAGTTACTGTTATTTGTGTAGAACCAGTGTGGAATCTACGAACGATTTTGGTATCAGTTTTTTCTATCAATTTTGGACGTGTGCTTACCATGATGGTTGTGTTGAATATGTGGTGTGAGTATTGAAGTTTTATAATATTGACATGGTAATGTTTGTTGGCGATACGATGAACGGTCAGGTTGGTCAAGTACAACTAACAAACAAGTTTATTTACTTTTTCAAGTTGCTGTATGAACGAGCAAGAATTTGATTCAATGAAGAACCAGAATTTGAACGAATCAAAGTTTTTGGCTTTTGAGCAACACCAACCTTTTGCTGAGGCTGATAACCACAAGACTGCTTCAAGATACCTGCACGAGCACAGGGAGCAGAACAGCTTGTATCCTTTTCGCACTTGTCGCGAACGCGGTCAGGGTTCATGGCAGTGCAAAGTTGCTGTTGGAATTCGACATTGAAGCGCAACATTGTGTCCACCATTTCATTAACAGCATCCGCCCAATCTTCCATGGTCTTGATCGGACGAGGAGGTTTTTGGCTTGACGCCTTCTCTACTAGGACGCCCGAACGAACCTATGGCAAAAACTTGTTCATGAAAATGTCTTCGGTAATGTCAATCTTGGTATTGATCAATGTGCGATCCGAAATGTGCATCTAGGGTCCCTTGGTCTTCATCAAGTTACGAGCACTCTCGAAAGGGTTCGAATTAATGAAGCGTCTTAGGACCTTTTCGAACATGGCCAGACCCTTGCGGAAGTTGATGTCATCGCTTTGGTCGCTTTCGAGACAGACTTCATCGCGCAGACTCTTGTTCTGAGACAAAATTCTGATCAAATCGTCCTTTTTGATGTAACCTTGGTCCTTGTATTCAGGAAATCTATCTTCAACACGTTCACGAAGTTCAGAAACTTTGAGGTTGTCAAGTGAAACTGGCATTTTTTTTGGTTGGTTTGTAGGTAGTTGGCAAAGTATGTGTGGATATGAGAGTAATTATTTTACATGACAATCATTATATTTTTATGTGGTCAACCGAACATGGAAGAAGTCTTGGGTTGTGCAACTGGATCGAGTGCCGAAGCAAACACAACATCATTAAACACCAATCTGCCACTCAAAATTGCATGTGCGGGTGCTATAAATTCGATGCTACAAGATTTAGCATCATTCTACCATCCCTTGATCATGTGTTCCTAATAAACCACTTCACCTTTGCTGTCAATAATTTCCAACTACATGTCCACATAACACTTATAACTCTAATGCAAAAGTTTCAATTTGCCCATTTGCATCCAGAAATCCACAGAAACCATGTTTGGCTGTCCATCAGCCGAAGCGCTATACCTATCGGTCTTGTAAAAGTTTATGAGCCAACGCATTCCCGCAAAAAATATTTCTGTTTTTGCTCTGTAACTAGTCATGTAATCCGCACTCAAAGGTAACAAAAAACTTCTGCTACGCAAATGCATCCTAGGCACACATAGCTACATTGCAGTAGAATAGACAGAATTCACGTCCCACTCCACCTACATTAGTGCGATTCTGTTTTCGTGAAGATTGGCCTTGAACCAATTATCTTTCAGTTCATCATTGTTACGCATATGATCTTTTCGAACATACTTTTCCAAAGCTGGATAGTTGGCAAAATTTTTACCCTTATTTACGCGAGGCTGGGTGGATAAACTATTAAGTGCAGTAAAATCCCAATCGGATTCGTCTGCTATGTCCCAGATGCTTAGAGATTGCAACAAGCGATTTTGCTCGTCTTCAGCAGATTGTTCGACTACAGGATTATTCAACCCACTATGCGTGACAATGTCGCTACTATCGTAGGTGCAGCCAGCTGTGAATCGTGAAGCATTGGCGCACATGTCAAAAATGTCTGCCTCGTCCAAAAATTTGGGCATTGTTTTTAGGATATTGCAAATTGTGTCCATGTGTAGGCTAGTGTCCTCAATAATGCTCTTGATGCATTCCTTGTCACAACCTATCGCCGAGCAAATCTATGCTTTTACGGATTCGATCCTGTTGCGATTTGCGATGTCGTAAAGAGGGCCTACATTTTCGGCTGACATGTTGGCGACACCCATCACCAAACACAACTTGACCATGAAGCGAAGCTAAAGTTTTTCGGCAGCCAAAGCACATTCGATGCAGTTGGTCAAATTGACTTTGGGTACGCCAGAATAAATAAACCTGATTACTTCGACCAAGGCAGTGTGGCTCACATCTTGGACAATGACAACTTGGGTTTCCGATTCGGGCGAGTATTTGAAAAGATTTTCGAACCATGTGCTTCCTGCCTAGAGTATTTCACGATGAGCATACACAACGTGCTATGGTTCTTGCTCGGCAATCAAAGCAATATCACCATAAGCACATGGTAAAGTAATATTTTTTGTGTTTTGCCAATCAGAAGGATTTTTCAGCGACTAATCTTTGGCAAACAAACACATTTTGTCGACCATCAATGACATGCGCTACGAGTGCATAACCAAATGGTCACTGGAATGCCTTTGCAAAAATTCGGGGTCCAAAAAGATATTGTATCGAGGATGATCCTTGTTTTGGGATGATACGAGAGCAGTTGTCATTTGCCTTTGTTAGGTTTGGTATTGGTGAAAAAAGGAGGGGACGAGTTGGTGAAAAAAGTTGTTTTTGCTTTTTGCCCTGCTTTCACGCCCGACAAAATAATGACATTACTACATGCCCAAATATCAATAAATCTTTACTTTCTTTGCAATAGGTTTGAGAAACTCGGCAAATCTTTGGTTCGCCAATTCGATATTTTCTTTATCCGAATTTCCTGCCTAATCAACTGCATACAATTCATCTTCAATGCACCTCGACCTACAATGTATTGACTTTATGCGTCGCTTCAATATTCTTTTCCTGAACTCAACCATTAATGCGTCTGTTTCGTTGCAATCGTATCTACTAATAATAAAATGTGTAAGGTTCAAAACTGTGGCCTCTTTAAAGATTGTCAAAACTCTCAAAAATGTGCTCTAAGGCATGAGACCTATAACGTTTATAGTATTCAAATTCTTGAGGCGGAACATGTGTCTATACTTTGCAATAATTTCCAAATCCACGTCGTAAAACATTGAACAGCAATCTCTATCAATGCAATAAAGTCCACATATCCATAAACTTTTGATGTTGTTCTACATTCTACTCAAATCCACCCAACATTCACCTTTTCGAATAATCAAACCACTTGATTTGCTCTCGATAATTGGACAATTTTTGCTTTCTTCATCAAAAGTGATGTGATCAAATGATATATTGTTCCAGTTTTCACTTGCTATGTATTCTTCGACAGTATCCGATACTATGACGCAGTCAAGACTGAAATGAAAATGGCTTGAATTTTTGAAGATCTGTACTGATTTCAGATATTTGAGTACATCTTTGGGGCGCCAATACTAAAACAACGTAAAGGGATTAAAGTGATTTGGTCCTATGGAAATATGCCAACGATTTTTAGAAGCATTGAACACTGGGAAGTATATGTCATAGCTGCTTGTTCCGCGTCCATACTCGTATATTTCATCATCATCAACTGCTCTAAATACGAATGGACGATACTCTACATTGATATAAATCGTTCTCCAAGGTTCAATATACTTGAGATTCTTGGTCAGACAATCCCAATACTCTGTTGAACATTCGCTTCTTTGTGACAACAAGAATGATACTCGTTCAAAGCTGCCATTTTTGTGACGAATGATTCCAAACATGTCACTGGGTTTTAGTTCATCGACGAGTATGTAGTCGAGTATGTTTTGTATGACGGGAATGTCCAAATCTTTGAGATGTAGCGATGGGAACATAGTTGGTTGGTTGGTTGAAATTAGTTTTTTTGTTTGCCGATTTTTTGGCGAATTTATTTGGCATTTGACAAATTCAATCCTTGAGTAAAAGGTTTCATGATTGCAGTCATTTTGTCAAGTGCTTCTTTGTTATTACTCCAGCATGAAGACGCACCATATGGATAATAACTGTAACCATAAAAATGTGTATCGTCAATTAGACTGCCTTGAACCAAACGAAATCGTTTATGCAACAGTTTCGTGTCATTTGCTGTTGGCTTAATGGGAGTATCTACAAAAGTAAAATGATCTAATACTACAGTATGAACTTGGGGTAACAATATTAAAGTGTCGTAAAATGATTTGGAAGGCACGCAACCCCAAAAGTAAAGTTTGGAAAGTTTCTTGAGATGAACCTTGTTACCACTGAGCCTCATGACTTTTCTTATTACATCACCACAATCACGGTAAATCCACATGCTTTTGATGTTGTCCTACATTCTCGCAATGTTTCTCCAATTTTCGTCTCTGGCAATGACAATACCTCTTGCTCTCTTTTCAATTTCAGGACAAGCTTTGCTACCATATGCAAAACAAATGTGTTCAAACTGCAAATTGTTCCAACCTGCTATTTCTTTGTCGGTCTGGTCTGATACAAGAATTCTATCGATGGTAACTCGGATGTTACTTTGATTCTTGAGCATTGAAATGTCGTTCAGGTAAGTTTTTAGGTAATCTACGACATTTAGGGAACAGTCCAAAGCGGTTACTGCGGTATTCACTATACCTGTACATCCTGGACAAAAATAATTTGGATGCGCAGCAATAATCCATTGATTCTTTGTGTTGACAATGCGACTGTAGTCCGGTGGACTTTGATAACGGATGCATCCGTAATTATCGTAAGAGAGTTCTGTGTTGATGTAAATTGTTCTCCAAGGTTCGATATATTCTTTGTTGGTTAGTAAGTAGTCGATAAATGTTTGGGTACAGTATGATTTTTGAGAGAGCAAGAATGATATGCGCTACGGTCCAGATGGCGTTACTATTGTAATAAATGCATCTTTTGGATCTAGTTTGTCAACAAGTATGTAGTCGAGTATGTTTTGTATGACAGGAATGTCCAAATCTTTGAGATGTGGCGTGTTTGTGGTCATGTGAAGTGAGGTTGAGTAGCAAAAAAGTTGTTGGACTCTCAAAATATTTTTTTGGAGCAGTCCAAGTTTTTGTTTGCCAACTTTTTTTGTTGACCTCTGACTCAACTTCAAAATAAATTTTGTTTGCCAACCATTTTTTGTTTTGTCGACACCAAATATTTTGTCAACTTGACCACAATGAAAACAACTCAAAACAGACATTACAACACAAATAAACATTACAAATAACATGTTATTCTTGTATTAGGTCTTTGTCATCGGAAAACCATGTTTGCAACTGTTCCAAAAATCCATCATTTGGACATACAAATGGTCGCTTGTCTTGTAACCATTGAAGTGCAACATTAACATCTTGTTCAACAATCTTCTTGTGCATGAGATAGGCCAGTACGATGGTTGATGATCTCGATATGCCTCCATAGCAGTGAACCAAAACAGGCTAACTTTCCTTTTCGATGCAGTTGTCGATGAAGTTGATGGTTCTTTCGAAGCGAGCAAATATCAATTCATCAGGATCGTCATCTATTGGACAGTGCAAATATGTAAATTCTGCATTATTCTTGTAATAACATGGAATTTCAATGTTTGGAGCCATGTTGACAACGCGCCTAATCTTTTGACCATTGTGTACCAGTTCCATGTCATTGACCATTTTGGCTGCATACCAATTTCCAATATAAAGTTGTCCGGGTAACACTTCGCTAATGTGAACGGGTGAGATTGGCTCTTTGGTGTTGGAAAGTATGGCACAATAGTTTGACTTGTTTTCGAAGCGAGCAGGAGTCATTCAAGAAATTTTTTGGAGAAGCAAACAAATTTGTGGCGGCAAGAAATGAGACCTGAGCAAAAAAATATTTCTGCACCCCTCAACTTTTTTCTCGACCGACCCATGAACTCAAAATCATCTGTCACGCGACCAACTTCGATTGCAGCAGCAGATTCTTTAGAATCAAATCGTCGACCAACTTCTACTGCACTTCATCAACTCATTCAGCAAAAACAACTTGCTCGCACCAAGCAAAGGAGAACAAAACAAACCACACAAAAGTGGTCCGATGATCCGGCCAATTTTGCTTCGCTTTGCAACGATGTCATTGTTTACATCATTAATATGACTAGCATGTATGATGTCCCTTGTACAATCCAAAAGCGGTTTGGCAAAAGAAACGGACAAACATTTCTGGTTTTTCGCCATGTGCTATGCGCAGAAAATATTAACAAAAAAGTGTTTGATATGGCCATGTCGGGCGATCTGTGGAAATTCGGTGGACAATAGTTTGTGAGTATGTTCTTACCTTATGATACATGTACTGGCATTGTATATGATTCTGAATGGGGACATGATTCTTTTGGCGTGTTCCATAGCACTTCGTCCCAGTTTTATCAATCAGCGATGATAATAGAAAAGGTTAGGAAGCACATGTCTGAAAATCGTGTCCGATGCATTCTTTTCCATTATGTAATTCATATATCAACTGAACCCAAGCCATGGCAAATATCGTTTGTACCTCCGGTTCTTAGTGAACAAATAGAAACCAAGACATAGGCCAAAAAGAAGCGTAAAGAGTAGCAGAAAAAGAAATGGCAGCAGCCGCAGTTGTCGCGTGGTCGAAGATGAATAACTCAGTTTATTTGGTTTGTAGTCTAGTGTGTCACAAGGATTGATAGATTTCCGATTGTACAAAGGAATCCAAAAATGCCTTGGCCGTTAGTTTGCTGCGCATAGGACAGGTTAGCAAATATTGATGTGCCCTTTCGAGCAGTTGCATATTTTGTAACATCAAACTTGCTTGCTCCAAAGTTTCGTAGTATAGTGGATAGTTTTTGCCCAAATATTCTTCTACGGGTTCGATTCGATTAACCAGAACGGGTGTTGCTCTTGCGATACATTCGATGATGGCATTGTTGCACGAAGAGTCGAATAGTTTGAGAAATACAATGTTTTTGGAAAGCAACTCGTCGTAGTCTTCGTTACTTAGTCGAGCCAACTAAACATCCGAACAATTGGTGGGATCTATGTACTGCATATCGGGATACAGGCGATCATGTTCCTGTTTCATCAACTCAAAAGCATGAGCATTGCCATAGAGCCACATCTTCTTGTACTATTTGGAGTCAACTTGCAACTAATAAATTCCATGTAAACTTCTCAACCAATAGCCTACCTAAACAACTCGTTTGTCATTGTTTTGCTTAAATGCCAACCATGAAAATTCCTTGCCAGCTTCTGTGGGATGGTAAACTACATTGACCTTGACATTTTTGGGCAAATTATTACGTAACCACTTGGCCAAGTATTCTGAAAACACAAATATGCCTTTGCAACTTTTGAGACTTTGCTAAAATTCTGGACGCTAAAGAATACTCTATGGAGAATGATCATAGTCATACCAAAACGGACATCCATACGGATTATGCCAAAATCCAATCCATGGTTGTCTGTGAACAGTATTGACACTTGTTTGTAATGCTGTATCGTAGTCTTCCCGAGAAATGTTCGACAAAACCCAATGTTGTGCATTTGTATCGTATTCAACAAGCTAACCGTCGTCCAATGCAATCACATGCTTACCGTCCTTGACCACAAGTTTCGAAAGTTGCAATCTGTGGTTTCTGCCTCCGAACCACACATCCTTGATCATGTTTTCATTCTTGCGGTCAACATAATGCCAACTAAAGGTGCTTTCGATGAAATCGTCCACCAATATGCCACCGTCGTTAGCATTCTTATTGTTTTTGCGTAACATCAATAACTGTTGCATCACAAAATTCCAACCCGAACGATGCTCGACAAACTTTTGAAAGTGCGGAATCAATAGTTTTTTGGGTATGTCATCTGAAACAATCGGATAATACTAATTGCGGTATTCTTTGGTCAGCTACTTCCTATCTGAACTAACAACAACAAGTTGACCCAAACCAATGTTTTTGGTGGACATGTTTGTTTGTTTTTATTACTAATGTCATACAAATTGCTCAATACCACTCATCATTCATAGCATGGTTGCCAAGAATACTTCTTATTATGGACGACCTGTTCGAAAATCTGTCATGATAGTTCCGAAGCACATTTTTGATGTATCCCCGGAGGGTATTCTAACTGCTGTCGTCGTCATCAGAATCCGGGGATGCATTCTTGTCATAAATGGTATTCTCAATCAAGCAAGTTAAAATATCTTCGCGAGATTGCTCACCGTTGGTTGCAACCGTATGCCATTTGTCTTGGGCAATACCGAGATATTCCTCAATGAGCGAGCCTACCGTAACAGAAAAGTTGCTGTCCTTGACTTGTTGCACCAAAGAACGAGGCACATTCATGCTTACCTCTTCGCTTACGTGCATGTCAGAAATACTGTTCTTGATCTCTTCAACAGTTTGCATTTCCATACCACTGTGTTTCCAGTTTGGCTGAAGAATTGTGAAGGCCGAAACAGCTGAATCCTTGACCACAACAGTATCTGATGCCTCAGTGTCATCCGAAAAGTCTACAAAATTCTCAATGGCAATCAAATGGGCCTCAACTTCACCACTTTCGATTCTTTCGGTGCAATCTTTGTTGGCTAATACAACCTTGGACAAATTGACGAGTCTATTGGCTGCACCTTGTTCGGCTTCTTCTTTGCCAACAGGTTGTGCATGAATTTCGGATTCGACATTGGCACTAAAGATGCGAACGTAGTTTTCCTTGTACTAATTGTCGTATGCTCTCTTTACCGCGCGAACCTTGGACATTTTGTTGGATGCGACGAATACATGAATTTCTTGACGTGAAGTATCCACCAAGAGTTCATAGCCAACAACATCATCTGCAATCAGAGATGAAATAGACAATACCTTGAATGGATTATCGTCCTTGTTTTCGGTAGCATGAACCAAAAGTTGAGTTGTTTCGGGCACGCTGTCTGTAACGTAGAATCTATGGAAACCTTCAAATTGACCACCCTTGAGGAATTTGCGATATGCACCCAAAGGAAATACGCCATGAGTTGTAAAGGCACTGACTTTTTGGAAACCAGCAGAATCGAGTGCTTTGCGACATTCGTTCAGAGTTCCACCGGTTTGCACCAAATCGTCAACAATGATTACATTTTCGAGAGCAGTCTTTTCCGCTTCACTGCCTGATTTGGGCCAGTTGAGTCTGTCCTTGATTTGAACGATGCGTTTGTCACCTTGACGAACTTTCGAACAAATCACCAGCGGAAATCCTTTGTTGTAAAAGGCATCCTTGAATCTTTTGGCTGCACCATCATCGGGGAAGGCAATGGTAACATGTCGGATACTTTCGTATTCTTTTTGGATTTCGCTGATTAGCAATGGGATGGCTGTCATGAGTTTCAACTTGATTTGATCCTTGAAGTAGAATTGCTCCTAAAGGGCATGAATATCGACGATTCTAACGGTTGCGGGACCTGTCTTGGTCAAAGGCATACACTAGGACAGCATGGTTGCTACGGTTTCTGCACATGCCAACTCCCCGAGTTTTTGAACCCTTTCCTACGTTCCAACGCCATAGAATGGAAATACAATGTCCAAAGATTCAATGCCCTATCTCGGCAAAACCATGGCCAATGAAATTTGTTCCATAGCATTTGTCATGTGACGCAATGAACCAATAAACAAAACCTTTTTGTCTTCCAATGCACTTCCAAACTCAATATTGGGTGTACCATCGGGAAACTTGTTCCATTGAACATGGGTTCTTTCGAAATTTCTGGGATATTTTCTGACAATATCATTGGCAATACTGTCCATCGATGGATGAGACATGACCAAAATTCTGTCACTTTCGCTTTCATGTTCACGCAACAACTTGTGTTCAACCAACTTGGGCAACACTGACTCTTCAGTTGATGATGATGGGAATTCCAACAAACTAGAAATCCGTCGAGTGTGAGGTGACAACTTTTCTCTGCCGTTCAAACCCAACAATTCCACCAAAAAGTCAACACCGGCCACAACGCCACCGCACTATTCCACCAATTCACACGCAGCTTTGGCAGTTCCACCAGTTGCAAGTAAATCGTCAACAATCAGAACACGGTCACCCTGTCCGATAGCGCCTCTTTGAATTTCCAGCGTATTGGTTCCATACTCCAAACTATACGAAACCTTGATAGTATTGGGCAACTTGCTCGGTTTGCGAAGCATCACCATACCACAGTTGAGACGATCAGCAATTGAAGTTGCCAAAATGAAACCACGAGCATCCATGCCGGCAACGGTGGTAATGTTTTCATGTTTCCATCTTTGGGCCATCATGTCAAAGGCAGCCTATCTCAACTTGGGTTGATTGAGCAGAGGTGAAATGTCTCTGAACAGGATGCCAGGTTTGGGGAAATCAGGAACAGCAGCAACTGCATTACGAATTTGTTCGAGTAGCTGTGATGAGGACATGGTTGATTATGTGGGGGTCAAAGTTGGAGATGAAAGGGGCAAATACAGAGTGAGAGAAATATTTTTTGCCTTTTATTTTTCTGTTGGACGCTCAGGTGCAAAATATTTTTTGGCAGTCAGCAACTTTTTTTTCTGAACAACCAAGTTTCAAACACAACACAAAAATAAATTTTTGAATCCGGATACATTCTTGACCAAATTTTTTGCAACTACTATAACAACAAAAAAAAACGCGCTCCAACCTCAACATCATGAACAACGGCGTTGCACCACAGATCAACGGTATCGCAAAGTACAATCCATCAATTCATACTGGCATTGAAGTACAATACGATCCCCGAGAATGGGCAAGCGAAGGTGGTAACATCGTTTACAAAGGCAATGCATTCGGAGGCGAAACGGTCCCTTTCATACAAGAAGAATGGGTTATGAAAGATCCAACACACCTCGTCCGTATCAAAGGAGGTTCACCTATCAAATCCAACATAAACAATGACATTAAAAAACTTCAAGACGACAACTCTGCAACTGCTCGTCTCGTTGGTGAATCCGTGCACGGACAATAGCAACCAAAAGGACAAACAACAGGGACGAGTGCACAACAACCTCAACAAGGTGAAGCAAGCGCAACTGCTAAAAATACTGAAGTTGGAGGTTCAGGTGCAGGTGGCGTTGGTCGCAGCGACATAGATGATCATACACAACAAAAACAAGGTCCCAACAATGGCAACAACCAACCACCCCCAAAAGGTAGCATTCTAACCAAAGATACCAGAGATCAAGACCGTTCTAACCCCATCAACGGCTATGATGGAAAACCACTACTAGACATAGACCCAAGAATTCAAAATGCAGTTTCAGGAACCATCTTAATAGCACTAGCACCTGTATTTACGGCCGCATCCGCACCAGCATTAGTTCCCACTGTAGTAACAGCTGCAGGTGTAGCTATAGCAGCCAAAGGTGCATTGGATCTGTTAGGTGTTGACACTACAAAGATACAAAACATGGCATACGAAGAACTGGTTAATTTGTTCCAAAGCATCATCAAAGGAAACAGCACAACCAAAACATCTTAGGATGGTGCTGAAATATTCCGAGAGTCTAACTAGTTAGGCATCATATACCATCAGCTGTAGTCTCTGACTAGTGCATGGTTCAAAGGTAACGAAAACCTGGTCAACATTCCTGAAGTATCAGTTAGCGAACACTTGTATAGCAAAATATTCAAGGATTTTGTCGAGTCTCAAGATTGGAACAAGTTACAAACATACCTTGCACCTGACGGTAATGATAGTATTGACCAGCTTTTGAAAGATCAATAGACCAGTCTCAAACAAATTGACAATCTGCTTTATTCTGGAAAAATTACAGAGTCGGGTAGTTTGGAAAAGGAGCATGTTGCCAAGTATGCCAATCGTGTATCCAACATGAAGCAAGCATTCAATGACATGTATACCGCAATTCGTGGCAAACTTACCTCAGATGAGAGCAACGAGTTGTTTGCAATGGTAGGTACTGCTGTGATTGGAACAAACTATGACAAGGACAATCTGGATTCGGTCGTCAAGAAATACGTTGAATCGAATCAAGTTTCTTTCAAAAAAGATTTTGACGATGAACTAGTCAATCTCAAGAAATTATTCAACGTAATCCGAGACATTGCAACCGGCGATTTCAACTTTAACCTGCAAACTGCTCGCGAAGCTGCTTTGGCTGCAACATTGGTTTATCGTGCACAGTATCCCAAGGATAAACTCGCACTTGCCAAGGAAAAATTGCGTGATCTTGACGACGTTTATATTACCACGATGACAGATACCTCGTTAGATCCTTAGCAAAAATTCATTAGAATCGTAACCAGAAAAGCAATACCTGCTCTCAGACAAATTTTACCAGATTTGGTGAACATAATGGACAGCGAGGAAATACATGAGTGGCAAGATGCTGTTGAAGAGTATGCTAAACACGGATTCTCTCCAGATTTCGATGAAATAAGAACACCTGGAGTCTTTGAATTTCAAAGAAATCTACCAGAGGTCTTCAAAAAATGGGGCATAAAGCCTACAGAAAAGTAGACGCAATTTCTGTATACAAACATGCCCTAGTTTTCTGGTAATTATGACGAAAGACGTTAGAAGTATCTCGATACGGCAGTTGAATTTCGTGGCATTATCGATGTATTGCAAAGAGTAGTTTACGAATTGGAAAACCCAGCTGCTGCCAAGTCTTCTTTTGCGAGCATTGTTCGTCCAATCATTGAATCATTCAATACAGATTCTTCGAGACCTTCTTGGAATAGTCTGGAAAAATTTAGACCAGTTAGCAAGCCACCTGTAGTTTCATAGGCATTGCCTCCACTTGTAACTATAGATCCTGTTGCCAATGTTACTGGGCGTTTGGGTCCGTATTTGGAAGAATTTGAATCAGGGATGCCTTAGGATTCAGATGCTACCGTTTCTTCTCCTCTGCCTTCTGTGTTAGCAGACAATCCGAAACTTCAAAAGCCCATCCCCAAAGCACTCAAGACTTTTTGGAATCCTTTTGACAGGTTCATGTTTGTTCCTGCTGCAGTTGATACGTTGAATGAGATTCCGGCAAAGGTTGCTGTTAGCGTTCCAGAACTTCAAACGGGTAACAAGGCAAACAGAGGCAAAATGTTTTGGCAATACTTGAACCAGTATTTGGAGAGGTCCATCAAGGATGAGTGGGTCCAACGTATCAAGGCCAAAGAGGAGCAATAGCAGCAGCAACAAGAGGTAACCATACTTCCTGATGGTAAACCGGTTTCTGGGGAACAGAATGACAATACAAGCACTTTGGTGACTTTCAACAGTTTATTGTTGCCCAAAACAATGATTGTGAAACCTGAAGATGTGTTGCCACCTGTAACTATTCAACAACCTGTTGCGCCCGATGGTGTTTGTTTGTGGACGTCCAAACCCGAGCAAATTGTGGATACCTCGTTCTTTGGTAATACGACATTGGCCGATCCAGCTGGACAGGAATACAGGAGGTAGCAGTAGCAAAGAAATAAGTCTCAACCTGCTAAAGAATAGTCTCAACCAATTTAGCAACCTGAACCAGAGCCTGCTCCCATTATTGTCCAGCCCATAGAAGAAACAGAATAGCCTTCTGAAGTCGAACCTGCTGCTCCCGCTCCCGCTTAGCCAGAGGAAAAACAAACAGCACCCGAGCAACAGCCTGAACCTACACATATCGAACCCAAGAACAATGTACCAGAAACGGTGGAAATAGTAGCAGAACCCAGCAAACTGCTTGAAAACACCAAAAATTTCATCCAATTTGCGGCAACCGAATTTGGCAATTCATTTGTTCGCACTTGGGATGTGACCAACTTTTTGGCTTAGGGTACTGGACAATTGGTAGGCAAAGCATATGATGCAACAGGAGATATGTGGGAACGTTCAGCCTACTACAGACTCATTGGTTGGGCAATTTTGCGTAATGAAGCCACAAAAGCAAGTGATGGAGCATAGGAAGCATTAAGTGGACTCAAGACAAAGGCTGGTTAGGCACTGGGTGAATTGGGCGATGATATCAAGGCCAAAGCCAATAAAGTAGTTGAGAATGCCGAAAATGACACAAACGAAATGTTGAGAGAAGTAGGTGATGAGTTGTTGCAAGGTGCAAAGAGTGTACTCGGTAATACCGGAAATACTATTAACAGTGGTATATCTGCAATAGACAACCAACTTGGAAAAGCCATCGGAGCAAACAAGTACATCAAACAAAAAGCACGAAATGCACATCTTAAAGCATCGTCGAATGAAGACAACATTAGCCGGTCTTTCAGATAGTTTAGAGATGATTTCCTTGGTTTTGGCAAGTTGAGAAATGCTTGGGACAGTTACAGGGAGTATATGGCGTACGGTTTCAACAGCGTTACGTCTTTTGATGCCGAAGCAATGTAGTATGCGTCGAAGTTGGATGTAACGGTTCCCAAACCAACTGTTTCGGATACAAATGGCAATATCGACAATGTTCAGTCGTTGCCTGTTTGCGATATTGCTTCAAAGTGGGACAATAGTTCAATGGGATACACACCTGCTATGAATCTGTTTATTGCCACATAGACTCAAAAGTCGGTAGAAAAGAAGTTGCTCGATACAAACCAAGATTCATTACGTCAGTTGGATAATGTCAAGGACTTGGTTTCCGCAGTCTACAACAACGAAGCACCTTCACTTTACACATGGTCCATCAATAATCAAACTTATAGTTACTCGGACTACATTGACCAACTCAAGCAGATGCAAGTTGGTCTGGTAGAAGAGGACGGGGTTTGTGATGTTAGACCATTTGTTGACAACGTTGTTTCCATCACTGAACAACAAGTTGGTAATCTCAAAACCGAGTTGAACAAGTACGTTGGTCCTACGGTAGATTGGGAAAATGAGAGATTGCTTTAGTTTCATCCTTTTGGCATATGTATCAAGTAGTTGAAAGATTTGAAGGCTCTTGACTAGTAGTAGTAGTAGCCTGTACAATAGCCAATCTTGAATCTGCCGGCAGTCGATTCTTTAGAATCCAAGCGTTGGCCACGTTCAACATCATCAACTAGAAGTAACTCTTATGCCGAAACATACTAGACAACCATAGAAAGTTTGTTGGCCAAAAAGAAGTAGGACCCTATCTTGAAGCAACTTGTTGAACAACAACCCGAAAAGGATGCCAAAAAAGAAAGCTAGAACATTCCTTGGGACATGGGCGCTATGCAACTTATTCCATTGAAATTCTTTGCTTTGAGCGACACCATCTAGGAACCATGGATGATTGAGGTTACAGAGGAGCCAAAAACTGTTTAGACCTAGCAGCAGCAATAGTCAGAACCCATAGCAGAAAAGGAACCCGAGATTACCTTTGATCTTGCCAACATGGGACTTGTTACTTTCAAGTCTGCTGACAAGTATTTGGAGTTTCTGGATAATTATGTTCCAAATCATCAGTCGCCGGTTATTCCATGGGAAAATTTGCAATAGACATAGTTGTTGTTGCCGCCTGTACAGTATCCCAAAGAACCAGAAAATCCACAGTTGCCAGTTGACATACTCGTTCAACCACAGGTAAAACATACCGATTGGATAGACGAGGCACTTGGCAATATTGCAAGAGATATGTTCATTCAGAATATCAAGGCCGAAACTGTTTGCAGCATAGAAAGTGCAGTGAGGATTTGGGTCAACTAGCAATTTTAGAAACCTTCAGCTGATACTGCAACTTTGGCTGCTGCTACCACATAGATTGTTCCTGCATTGACATAGGTTATCATGGATGTGTAGCGAAACTTGCCAAGTTGGATTGGCCAGTATGACTAGGTGTGCAACATTACCGAAGCAGTATCCAAAGAAATTTCTTAGTGGCCCTAGTCTTTGCGCAAAGAGGTTGTACAAAATATTGCAGAAGTGCAGACTTTGATTGCAAAACCTCTGAAAGAATTGATTCGAGAAAATATCATGGCAGTCATTGCAGCTTGTAATACTTGTTTATTGTTGACAGGATTGTCCATGATTGTTACGAAAGCACTTGTTGGAAATGGCGAAACCAAATTTGCTGAACAGAGTAGCAATCCATATACTGTCACCATAACTAGCAACAACAATGGACAAGATGATGGTCAACGAAAACCCGCTGACAGTGACGGTTAGGATGATTCGGACAATGAAGAAGAAGAAACAACCGTAGACGATGAAGACGAAACGGATACAACCATCCAAGGGGCAACTTCATCTTCTCCTCCTCCACCGCCACCGGGAGGAAGTGAAAGTAGCACCATTTTCTAGGGCAACAATGGTCCCGACTGGCAACCCATACATCCTTGGAATGTTTGGAACCTGAACCGTTATAATTCCAACGATGGCGAAGATAGCGACATTGACATTGACGATGATGACGGAGACGAAGATGACACTAAAGAACCTATCGACCTTACAACCAACACGGGGCATATCATAAATCGTAATCTCATTGTGTTACTCGCGCCAACGGTAGCCAAACCACTTGGAACACCAATTCGTCACACGGATCTGACCCTATACTACGAAATTCGAACACCATCCAAAGACTACGATTCTCTCAAACATGCACTCCTTAACTTTTTGGAACAAGGTCAAGTACAACCTTTGGAAATCAACAAGAAATGGCGAGAAACACCCTACCGTGAAGATCATGAAGCAGCAATGATCATTCTCAACACACTGGATGTTAGCATACCTCGTACAAGATACTCTGTTCAAATGGGTCACAAAACATATGTGTTTAACCACAACCAACTTTTGGGTCACATCAACAAGTTCAACACCAGCATCAATGACTCTGAAAAGCATTGTATCATTGTCGAATACAAACTCAAGGCAAACATGGTCGACACGTTGAATCGTGCAGCAAATAGAAATGCAAACCCTCACAGTGAAATACCGTCCGATGGTCAAAATTTCTTCAAGAATGGACATTACATTTATTCAGTAGATGCTCTTTCGCATGATTTCATTACACAGATTATCATGAACCAAAATTGTTTGAATGTGGACGACTTGAAAGACCTATACCAAACCGTTCGCGACAAGTATCAACAGATTGACTTTGATTCTGACACCAGAGCCAAAGTTGGTAGCAGCTTGACGAAGCGTTACAATTTGGCAGGAAGGTTGTTGCGAACAATTGGACTCAACAAGTAAAACTCTATATTTATGGAGCGGGTACAAGTAAAATCCGACAAACAATAAATATTGAAAGTGCGCATGTTTCAAAAAAATATAAAATGTGTTTGGCTTTTACAGATTTTTATTTATTTCGAAGTCAAACACTTTTTCTGGACTTTTGTTTTCGTTCAGTTTCAAAAAAATTTTCTCTATTGCCAACCAACCAACCAATTCCAGACCAGACCAATCATTTCCTCTATGACACCGACACCTCCTGCACAAACATCGCAACCAACACCAACAACACAAACAGAACCACCCCTATCGCTCGCAATCGTAGACACCGAAAACATATTTTATGACATTACAAGCGCCCGAAACAAACCGCTCGGTGGAACCCAATCTTCCATGGCCTTTTTGGCGGAACATTTGGCGCAACTGAGCGACTACCGGGTTCATCTCCTATGCAGAACGGCACGCAACGTCGAAGAACGAACCTACATGGACAGAGGAGTTCAATGTTGGAACATTCACAACATGCAAATCAATGCAATTCTGGACATTATTGCCAACAAGGTCAAAGCCAACATTGTTCTCATTTCCAATCCGATGGATGCCATCCTGTTCTACCAAGAGAATGCAGATGTCAGAATGTTCCTCTGGTGTCAACACGACGTAAACGTAGCATCCGTCAGAACGCACATGAAAGAAGCAGTGAATCTTTTGGATGCATTCATTTTTGTCAGCAAGTGGCAACGCGACGCATATGTCAAAACTTATGGCGTTCCCATGGAAAAGGCTGCCGTTTTGCGCAATGCACCTGCTCCCATTTTTTATGAACAAGAACATGAGAACACCAAAACCGTGCCCAGACTTGCCTACACAAGTACACCGTTCAGAGGTTTGTCACTCGGATTGGAAGTTTTTGAATTGGTTCGCAAGTAGATTCCAACGGCAGAATATCATGTTTACTCATCCATGCTTCTTTACCAGAGCCAAGATACCGGTATTTTTGCCGACCTGTTGAACAAGGCCAATGATACACCCGGTGTAGTCTTTCATTCTGCCGTTGGCAAAGAAGAATTGGCTAACGATCTTGTCAAGACTCACGTGTTGCTATACCCCAACTATTTCCCAGAAACATCGTGCATCAGCGCCATAGAAGCTGTAACAAGTGGATGTGCCATTGTGACAACATCAGAAGGTGCACTTCCAGAAACCATATCCAACTGCTCGGGAGGTTTGGACAATCATCACATCTTTGACCTACCCTTGAAACAAAGCGTTCGTGACCAACTCAAAGTTTCTTCGGACTACGTGTCAAGAATCATTACGAGCCAAGATCTGGACAATGGTCAGCAATTCTTACAGTCCATGGCAGATGCATGTGTTGCCGCAATCCAACGTTGGGAACAATCTAACCACGACCAGCAAATCGAAAATTCCATGCTAACTCACACCTGGCCCATTCGGGCCAAACAACTGAGAAATTGGTTTGCCAAACAACTGACCATTGCTCCCAGAAGACCACTACTCGAAGCTGTCGAACTGTTCAAAGCTGCCTAGTGGGACGAGTCTCTCAAAAAATTCCAATGGGTCTTTGACAACTAGTCAACCATGATTGTCAATCGTCCCCAACTGTGCAGCGAAATCTTTTTGAATTCAGGTGTATGCAACTACAACATTGACAATTTGGACACTGCCCTTCAAAATTGGAAGAAGGGTGCAGAATTTGCGGAACAATGCAATCACAAAGATGCCCTGCAAAACTGTCTCAAGAATAGTGCAGCCGTCCTGATGCGCAAGAACCAAGGTCCCATGACCATACAGGAAAAGCGTCGTATTCAAAGAGAATTGATATCGGTATTGGAGCAAATGTTGTAGTTGGAATATTCTACCATGCTTGCTCTCGATTTGGCATGCGTCTTTGTCGGCTCCAACTAGATTGAAAGAGCATTGGCAACTTGTAGCAGCGTTCTTTTGGTCGAACCTGACAATGCGAGAGCACTCGGTATCATGACTGCTTTGCATCATTATATGGCTCGTGCAACAGAGTCAATGAAGTATTCCGACAAGATGATTGAAGTAATGGACAAGAGCAATACCAGTGCCTACGCCAAAACACTATCCGATTCTCTGATTGGTATGCTCTATGCTGGACGCAACACCATATGGAGAGCATCAGAATTCGGTGAACTGATTAGTAAGCCTTATTCGTTGGAAAAGTTTGCCGACAGAGTTATTACCAATGACACCGACAGAAAGATTCGTGTTGGCTATCTGTCCTGCGATTTCCGTGTTCATCCTTGCGGCAACGTTCTTTAGTCCCTGTTGGAAAACCATGACCCCCAAAAGTTTGACATTTACAGTTATGCTCATGTTGTTTCGAATGGAGCAAACACTTCGTCGTAGGATATGCACACGCAGTATCTCAGACAACTTACCGAAGAACGACTCGGTGGTACTTGGAGATTTGTACAGGAAATGACCGACGAACAACTTGCACAACAGATTGAAGACGACAAAATTGACATCTTGATCGAAATGATGGGCCATACGGAATGCTGCAGACTGGGTGCACTGGTCAACAAACCTGCTCCCGTCATAGTTTCGTACTTTGGTTATCCGGCAACGACTGGACTTGCTGCCGTAGATTACAAGTTGGTAGATGCAGATTTGGTCCCAACGTTGGAAGATAAGGATGTTATCGTCGTTGCTCACAACAATTACACCGAAAAGTTATACAGACTGCCTCGCGGATTCTAGCCTTACAGTCCTCAGCATGGTCTTCCTAACATTGATCCCACAAAGAATCATGTGTTTGATCCTAATAACATTGTATTTGGTTGCTTCAATAATATGGCCAAGGTCGACGAACCTGTCATTGAATGTTGGGCCCAAATCTTGGATCGTGTGCCGGGTTCAACTTTGTTGTTAAAGTATCGTTGGTTGTCCGATTCATTTGTGGCTAGCGATCTCAGAAGAAGATTTGAAAAGTATGGAGTCGATCCCAGAAGACTTGTATTCGGTTACAGCAGCGCACACTATGAGTATCTTCTTTCCTACAAGGACATTGACATTGCTCTCGATCCATTCCCTTACAATGGTGGTTTGACTTCAAGCGAGGCACTTCACATGAACACACCAATCATTACATTGGAAGGTGATGATTATGTATCGAGAGTTGGTGTTAGTTTGTTGACCAAGTTGGGTATGGGTGAAAAGTGGATTGCCAAGACTCGTTAGGAGTATGTTGACAAGGTTGTCCATTTGATTACCAAGGAACCGGGTGAGATTGTTCAGGCACATGCACTGTTGAGAGCAAAGATGTAGTAGACCGTACTTGGAAATGCAAAGATGTTTGTTCAGGATTTGGAAGATGCGTACAAGGATATGATGGATAGATTTGCTTGCCTTGTAAATAAAAACTAATGACTGCCAATCATTATCAACATTTTGACGACAATCCTATCGTTCAGTGCATTTATTTGAGTATATTTGTATGGTGCCTATACTTATTCATTGAATTGAGAATTATTGTGGCAACTTTGTTGTTCGCATTCTTGTATGTTGTTGTGTTTGTTGGTCTCTTTCAAGAAATTATGTGCATAGAGAATGTATTGGCAGAGTATGGGTAGCTTCAATGGAATCAAAGGGGTGTTGAGTAGTTTTGGACCATTGTCAAGAAGCATGTAATGGTGTTCATGTGCACAGATTATGATACCATTAGAACAATTACCACTACAAACAATATTGTACAACCAGCACCAACGATACTAAGAAGAAGACACAAAAGAAAAATGCGTTGCAGTTTGGGAAGTTGAACAAACAAAAAAAAATTTTTTGAACCGAACCAAAAAAGTAAAATAACTTGCCAAACAATTTTTGGTCGCCATATTACAAAAAAAGTTTTTGTCCCCTTCAACAACAAATCAGACCAACCCGACACACAACCCAACTTATCCATGTCATCCACAGCACCCGTAGACTTTGCACCCTCAGCCGACGAACAAGAAAGCATCTCCACATTCATCAATGAATTCTTTGCTGCCAAGAGCATGGGCGAAAAGTTCAAACAAGTGAGCAAAGAAATGCGTGAAACCAAAAAGATTCTGTCCGAACAAATCGAACAAAAGCTGGTCGAATTGGGCAAAACATGCGTTCCCGTTACCATTGCCGATGAATAGCTATATGTGAGAAGAAAACAGGTTGTTCATCGCAAAGATATTACCCAAAATGTTATCATCGCTGCACTCGAAGAAGTTGCCAACAGTCGTATCGACATGGTTGCTGAACGCTTGATGAAAGAACGTGCTACCACCAAAACGGCCACTCCACCAACCATTATGGAAGTTTTGACCATTTCTGTCATTGAATCTTGCAAGGAACACAGCACTCAGACCAAGAATGTTGTACTCGTCGATCGTTCCAAGGAGCGTGTTAAACTTACAGAAGAACAAAAGAAGGAACGCAGAAGACTTCAAAGGCTGAAGAAGCGAGGTGTTGAAATCGAAGAGCAGAATGAAGAAGAATCTTATGAACTGCCCGAAGATGTTTATTAGCAAGTTGTTCAGCTGTACGAAGTTGACATGCGTCTCCGTAAAAAGTCAAGACAGGTTAAGCAAAAGCGTGGTAAACTTGAACAGATTCTGAGTGCACGCAAAGCCGATGAAATGGCAGCTGCAATTGATGCCATGGAAGTCCCCGATGAACAACACCAAGAACAAACAACAGAAGCAGAAGGTGGTGAAGAAATTGAACGCCACGGCCAAGTCATTTCCGAATTTTTGCAGCGCGTCAATCCCAACAAACTGTCGAGCAAGATTTCTATTCAGGTCGATGATGGCAACGGTAACATGGTTGACAAGGACTTTTTCATTCGTCAAAAGAAGCAACGTAGAAGTGGCAGTTTCCCAATCAAGGAGTTGGATGATACGGTAAAGAGAATTATTGACGTCACCTTTGAACAGATGAAGATTGACAAGTCTGCTGCCATTACCGACCAAGAGTTGGCAACTGCCATTCGTACTGAAGAATTCATGCTCAACTTGTGTCAAAACATTATCGATGCCATCAAGCAACGCAAACAGGAACGTGGAAAAGAATTTGTTAGACTCACGCTGGACAAGGCGCGCTAGCCACGTACTTCCAAGAAGCAAAAGCTGTCAACCGCAACTGCCGAAGAAGACGACCAAGCTGCCAAAGAAGCCGCATTGTAGGAATTGATGGATGCTGAACTATAGCAGGGTGACGAGCAGGCACAAGAGACTGAAGAATACGTCGAACAAACGGGCAACAAAAAGAGAAAGCGTTCCTAGCAGGCCTCAACAACCAAACAACACAAGAAGAAAAAGACCATTTACGACAACATCAACCTGGACGACTACAGTGATGATGAAGATATGGTTTCTGCAAGAGTTCACGTAAGTTCAGTAGACGGAAACTTTTTGGAAAAGTATGCGGACAATGACGACATCGAAGAACCAGAAGAAGATGCCGAAATGGATGAATAAGCCAACTTTTTGTCCAACCAACAAACCAACGCCAAACCAAAAAAGAACAGTAAAAAAGAATAAAACGCTCCGCCAACCATAAGTGTTCGTAAAAAAAATTATTCGTTGCACGTCAACTGCAAACACATTTTTTCGGATTCAATCACATAAATAATTTCTCTGCGGCATAAGATAAAACCTTCACACCAACCAAAACCAATAAATCCTTCTCATGTCCAAACAATCATCATCAAGTGAACTTGAAAGTAACAAGGCAGCCGATACACCCAGTGGTATTTCCATTGCTCCCAGTGCAATTTCGGAAAATGACCAAGCACTGTTCAAGATTACTGCCAAACCGGACAAGGTTAATTTGCTCAAATTGAATCCCAAACTCAAGGGTACAACGCGTTGGCCTGCAAAGAACGAACCTCGTGGAGAAACACTTAGGAATCTTTTGAAGACACAGCCTGAAGCGGCCGCAATAGCTGCACTTCCTGAACCCGTGAAGTAGCCCGAGCCGCAACCAAAGAATGATGAAAACAGCGACGAAGTTGATGAAGACGAAGAGGGAGAGGAAGGTGAAGAAGACGAAGAGGGCGACGATGAAGCACCCGTTTTTGATGCTTCCGACGACGAGGGTGAAGAACACGACGGTCCCGAAGCGCCCATGTGGAACGATCCCGACGTGGTCCATGAACCGGCATTTGGCGACGGACCCGTAGAAAATAATATGCATGCACCTCCTCCACTTCCAGCGTGGGCTGCTACCGATGATCAATAGAATCAGCAACAAGTATAGGAACACAATGAAATGGATGAAGAAGAGTTGCGTGCTGCCAAGTAGACTCTGTTGGCCGAATTGTACAAGCAAGAAAAGTTGGGTCGCAAGCTGACGCGCCAATTTACCATGGACGATCCCATTGAAGATATGGAATTCGAGTTGGATCGCATCATCACGAACGAAGAAAGTGTCAAGGGTGTCGAGAACATCAAAAACATTCTTGAACTTGCGGCAACAATGACCTATATTGCAAATGAAAATTTGGGTCCATTTTTGCAGCTTGATGGCAAGAGAAAGGAAGACAACTTTGTCGAAAAGTTCAAGAAATCGTTGGACAACCAAACTTCAACAATCAATGCACTACATCGCAAATATTACAGACGATCCAATTCTTCACCAGAACAAAATATCGCGTGGTCATTTATTACTGCACTGATCGGAACACACATTCAGAACAAGTATGGTAACTTGATGTTTGGCGCAATGGGCGGTGCTGGTCCGGCTGCTGCGAACGACAATTCGGTGCGTCCTCCTAGAAACGTTCCTCCTCCGCAATAGTATCAACAGTTTGCGGGTTATCCACCTCAACAAAACAACTTTTAGGTTCCTCCTCCAAGTTGGTATTAGCAGGTACAATAGCCTCCTCAGCAATATTACCAGTCTCCTCCTGCTGGGTATCCAATGCCAAGTCCTGCTTCCTATTATGCACCTCCGCCAGTGCCACAGTGGGGCGGTTATCCTCAATAGGCAAACATGTATCCTCAACAAGCGGGTGGGTATCCTTAGCCTCCGATGATGTATCCTCAGCAACCTTATCCCATGCAGTCGCCATTTGTTCCACCTCAATAGCAATAGCAGTGGCAGCCTCAACAACAACAATACTATTAGCCTTAGCCACAACAACAGCGTATGGCAGGTAATACTCCACAGCAACAGACAAGAAATGCGGCTCCCCAAACATCAATGAACGGTCCAACATCTATGCAATAGCGTCGGACGCCCATGAATCAACCCAACGCAGCAGGATCTTTTGATCCAAATGGTCGACCACGCTCGATTGCACCAACGGCACAACGATAGCCCGGTAATGTGTATTCTCCGCTATCGCCATAGCAGCGCCCTGTCCAACAATAGTAGCAGTCGGTTCTTTCTGGACGCGTCCAACAATAGCAACTACCATAGCAAGCTGAAGTGCCTGATCTATTGGGGTTGGATGACGACAGTGATGACGAACTTTGAACACCAAATTAAAAAAATATTTTTTTGTTTCTGCTTATACCATCGAAATTGCATCTGACCTGCACAAAAGTTATTGCTTCTAAAAACAAAAAAGCAATTGGTCAACAACCATGTCATCCAAATATGCCAGTATTGATGAAGCGTGGGCAGACACACCCATGAGCGACAATGCAATGTTCTTTTAGATTGGAAACGACCCCGCTTCACCTTCTTATCTTACACGTACTCCTAATTCTTTGCAGGTATCAGCCGATGATAATGACGACTACGACAATGAACCAGACAGAAAATCGAAAAAGAAGAGAAGTAGCAAGAAGAGTAAGAGCAGAAAATCATAGTCTTATGCCCAAAGTTATGAGCATGTTAGAAACAAAAGAGCCTTCGATGATTTTGCCAATGACAATGCCAACGATGATCATGAAGACGAGGAAGATGAACAACTCGCTGTTACAAGCAGAAGGAAACCTCAAATTGTAACAACCACCGCCGTTGGACGTGGCCAACCATTTGGATCTTTAGATTCTGCCGCATATACCAATTAGCCAGTATCGGCATATAGCAACAACTTGCGTGCCTAGTTTATTAAAGACTTGGAAGAACGCAAGAAATACAAGATGGAACAAAGAAAACTTGCAGCATTGTGGAGTATTGTTGCCATGTTGGTCGTGATTGCAGTATTGTTTGTAGTATTGATTGCCGTTATATGTTGCAAAGGCAAAAGACGAAACTTTGGCGGCATGAGCAAAGACGAAATTATTTTGCAGGCTTTGGCATTGATGCTCAAGGAAAGAGGTGTTGATATGAGTAGAATCTGAGATTTCAAAATATTTTATTTGGCAAGTGAGGCAGACAACATCAATAAATTTTTTTAGTTGGTTTCGTATTCTTCCAATAACTGATCTTTGTTTTCTTGTTCTTGTTTTGAGTAGTCATCTATGTTGTCATTTGTCTCAACTTCTTGTTGTTCATCTTTCTGGTCAATATTGTCAACTTCATGTTGTTCATTATCCTCCTCCTACAACTACTACAACTACAACTCTTTGACCATACTCCGAATACAATTTTGAATCTACACGGCAGCCAAATACTAAAACGACTTGGCCATAATATCTGCACCATGCATCCAAAGTTTGCTCGACTTTTCTCCAGTTTCAAACAACTTGTCAATCTATGTATTGTTGTTGACCAAAAACGAAAAGATGCCCGCTCTAGCAAACACAAAAATGGTCGACTCCCTGTATCTCGGATCGAGCGCATCCAAAAACTGCCAAAATACATGTTCGAGTCTCCGGGAAGTTGACTAGTACAACTACAGCGTCCATGCAACAGGATCGAGCATCGAATCCGTGGACTATGCAGATGCGCATTGTTCTGTATTTTCATCTTCGAGTCCCGTTGGTCTATGTGGAGGTGCAGTTGCAATGGCAATGGTTTGTTCGATTGGATAACGATTGATAAGCAAGTTTTGGTGCAAACCTCCATCGACATAGAGTTTACCCTTGATGTTTACAGGTTGAAACAAAACAGGTAAACACATGGACATGACCAGTGCATCAGCTACGCATAGACCGGGCCATGTTTCGTGATTGATGAATACGTGTCTGTCTTCCTCTACGCAAACCGCATTGCATTCGAACCACTTGCCCGTTTTTTGATAAAGTCCTTCCATTGTAATGTGAGCCGGCAAATGACAAAGTTGTTCCATGACCTAAAAGACTGCTTCGTACAATACTTTGGTAGTAAAGATGCCACCTTTGGACGGTGCACGTAACAAGTCGATACTGCGCAACAAGGAATAACGATCCCAAACTTGCGGACTACGGAAAAAGGCACACATTTCTTCGATGGGCACTTGGCAAACGCAGCATAGCGCCAACAAACTGCCTATGGATGTTCCAATGGCTCCGTCCAACTAAGCAAAGAATTCGGTCTTGGGTCGTTGAAGTGGACATTGTTGTTTTTGCTGTTGTTCTTGAGATTGCTCGGTTGACGATGAATATGTCATTTCTCGATGCATATCACATAGACCTTTTAGAGCACCACAATATGCAATACCTTTGATACCACCTCCAGAAATGACCAGATAGCGTGCTCGTTGTAATAGGGCATGTTTGTCGCTGATATTGTTGTTGGATGTTGCGTGTTTGTCACTTGTGTTGGCGACAGAGGGAACAGATTCGGATTCTGACATTGGTATAGTTTGTTTGTTTTCGAGGTTTAGCCAAAGAATAAAGATTGTTTATACATCTAAGTTCCAAAAAAACTTGTTTTATTGCAGACTGTTGATCGAAAAATTGTGTGTGCAATGAGGGACTGGTTTCAAAAAAATTCTGAGACCAAAAAACTTTTTGCGAGAGCCGACAAATATTTTGAAGTCCAACTTTTGTGACTGCCTCGAAATTTTTTTTTGGAGTCCAAACTTTTTTGGCAACCCGACAAACTTTTTGCTGCCTCTCAAATTTTTTTTCGAGTTCAACTTTCGCAACAGAATCAAAAATATTTCTATCATCAACAACATGTCCAAATCATACAACAACAATACCATCTTCACTTTTGAGAACATGCTCTCAGCAAAAGAAATCAAGGACATTGAATTCGATATTGGTCTCAATAATAGGTGGGCAAAACCTTGTACAGTAGGTTCGCAACAAGATGGCAAGAACGTATTAGCACCCAATATGAGACAATCCAAGAAAATGAGCATTAACCGTTTAGATGAACCCCATATCATTACAAATGCACTTGAACAGAGAGTATGGCCCATGTTGCGTGCTAATTTGCCTCCCATATTGGGCAATGGACCTGAAGGATTATTGGTTCTGTCGCATATGGATGTTGACAATACTGAATTGTTGTTTTACGAAAAGGATGGATTCTTTGATCTGCATACTGATTCAAGCAAAGTGACAGAAGATGGCAAGTATCATTCCAGAGTTACTGTGTTGTTGTATGCATCGGATTCAGAAAACTATGATGACAGCGGTACATTATACTTTGATGACGACAACAAGACAAAAATTACAGTCATCAAAGGAAGATGTGTTGCATTCTTTCATTAGTTGCCACATGGTAGCGTAAAAATCAAACATGATAATTCAAAAATTGCATTCAAAACTTGTGTGTATTATGAATTGATTACAGGAGAACCTGAATTGTTGAAACTTGAAGTTGGTGGTCAATCTGTAACGGTTGATATGAGAATTGTTAGAATATATTTCAACAAGTCTCTGTTTGCAACATTGGCCGATACTTTGTTCCATGTAGACAGAAATCAAAAAGATGAAATCGTATTGGATGAAGGAACAGACGAAACCAATGGAGACATATTCAAATCTTGTGTATTGCCATTTTTGAATTTCAATACTATTGTGCCCATCGATGCCATAAACAAGTTTGGTATAGAAAAAGTAGAAAAGTAGTTTAGATATTTCAACTTGGCCAGTTTAGTGGAACCCATGGAAACATACGAGACAGTATCATCTTTTGAAGAAAAGGCACTCGCAGCCAGATGGATTGCCAAATTTTTGGAGTCCAAGTCCGGTGACCCACACGAATGTTAGACCGTTACTTTTACCGAACATGAATAGTTTTAGGAGTTGTTTGCCGAAATTGTTACCAAACCTTCATAGCCAGTTTGTATTTTGTTGCAAAACAGGTGTACCAAATACGAAGACCTGATTGGCAAGGACAAGGAATTGTATGAACTGGCAGTCGAAAAGTTTTAGTCGACACACAAGATTGAAGTTAGACCACTGAGATATGTTGTCAAGGGCGGCAGCGACTAGAGCATGGATTCGGATGATGAATACTATGACGAATATGACAATTTTGCATTTCCAAATGAAGTTTTGTTGGGTTCAACTAGAAGACTAAACTCGACAAATCTAAAAGGTTTCGACGATGGTTACATTAGCGACTACTATATGAAACCCTTTATTCACAAACTATTGACCGTTGCCGATGTTCACGTGTTGGGCAAGAAGATTACCGACATTCAAGAGTACAATGATAGCTATTACGAATATTATGATTTGTATCATGTGCACATGTTGGTTCTTACACCGTTGAATGTTCCCAATGAACAAGATTTCCACAAGAAAAAGATCAGAGGTTATACGTATTATGGTGACGATGGTTACGATTCTGGTGATTCTGAATGATGTATATTTTATTTTTTTGAAGTTACACTGTCATTGTACAAATACGAAAACAAGACCAAACAAAAAAATAATTTGAAATCTAAATCTTAAAACTAATTCTATTTTTTTTGTTTGGTCAACACAACACAAACCCATGTCCACAACTGCCGATTACAAATCTCAAAACAGCATCGAAAAACGCAAACGAGAATCTCAACATATCAGAACCAAATATCCTGACCGCGTTCCAGTCATATGTGAAAAGGCACCCAAAAGCAAAATGCCCAACATCAACAAGAACAAGTTTTTGGTGCCGGCCGATTTGAGTCTTGGTCAGTTTGTGTTTGTCATCAGAAAGCGTATGAATGTTCGTCCTGAACAAAACATATTCATCTTTGCTGAAAATGTGTTGCCACCTGCAAGTTTGCATATGGAAGCACTGTACACTGAGTACAAGGACGAGGATGGATTCTTGTATCTCAAGTATGATTCCGAGAATGTGTTTGGATAACCAATTGTATTTGTTCACCGTATCGATAATAAAAGAAAACAAAATCGTGTATGTTGTTACAGTGCAGTTCCAATTCGCTAGGAACTCGACAGGAAGGGGTGCGTCAAGTGTCAAAACAGGAGGGGACGTCAAATAAAAAAACACCAAGGGGGCAGCAAACCAAAACACAACCTCAACAAACAATTCTCACAACACCCCTTCCAAATTCCAAATCCCAACCCAACATTTTTTCATCCTTCACCGACCCCTCCTTTTCATACAAAATGAATCCTATCGAACCATCATCCGCCACTGCTCAATCATTGACCGCTGCCAACAGTAAAGTCGTCGGCGCATTCATCACATATTCCTCTTCGCGCAAATACATTGAGCAAGACCCATTTGGCGATTTCATAAACCTCTGCCACCTACCCAGCGGTTCCACAATTTACACCAACAAATAGCGCTACGACATTGCCGTTGTGCACACAATTCCCAAGGATCAATGTAAAGGGTCAATGGAAGAAATCAAGGACCAACTGCGCGATACTGTGCGATTTATGGTTCAGTATCCTTCGCAAAAATAGGCAGGCCAATGGACGGATTTACCCACGGCCAAGAGGCGCGACGTTAAGCACGCCAAACACGAAGGGAAAACCGAATCCATCCAAATTGACAAGATCGATCACGTGATTAGCAAAAAGAAGTTGGAAGGTGCTCATTTTGCTACGCTACCAAGAGAGGTGTTTACATAGGCAATTGTTGTTACGTATTACAGAGCGCGATTTTTCATGTCGAATAAGACAGAGGGTGTTTCTAAATTTAGACTTGCGGTGTATCACGAGGACAGGCAGTCTACGATAGAATCTGCGCCGTTCGTTACTTTTTAGCACAAGGAGTTGCATAACCGCATTAAAAAATAGGAAGCGTCGGGAATTGAAAAGGAGAAGCGTATGCAAAGTGTGTTGCTCGGCAGTGCACCTAAAAGCCCTGCCTCAAAGGAAAAGAGCAACGCCGACCAAATGTCAATCTAGGATGCTGCGTTGGCGTTGATCATGACGTCGCAAAGTACGACCTCGGCAGGATAGCAGCCCCTCAAGGAATGTAAAATCGAGGTCATTGATTTGGAGCAGGAACCCGAAACCAAGGAATCTGAGCCTGCCAAAGCCACCGAAGGACTTTTTATGCCCTATTATCAGGGACTGTATCCACTGCCCGGGGGATTGCAAAAGGATAATATGATGTATAGGCCTTTCATGCAGTATTAGCCTGTTTTTGTGATGCAAGATCCCAAGACCGGGATGCCTTTTTATACGATGCCCTTTCCCATGATGCCGACGACGATAAGGTGTTTGTAGCAGGATAAGGCGATAAATAATTGTTGATTTTGTATAATTATATGTTTTGTGTTTGTTCTTGTATTTGGTTTCGGTGGTCAAAAGAATTCGATCATGGCGAACCAATCATCTGCCCAAAGTCGAAAACAGAAAATAGATGGGCAACCAAAAATTTTTGCAAAATCGCGATTCCATAAATGTTGATCGTTTGTCAATGTGATGTCTGTCTGTGTTGTGTTGTGTTGTGTTGTGTTGTGAGCAAGCAAGTTTCCCGCCAAAAATAAGATCGGCGACCGTTACTTTTTTTGTTGGACGTCCAGTTGGAACTAAGGGCCATGGAACACAAGGGTGAACACCCTCCAAAACCAAACAATTCTCTCACACACCCCCCTTTCAACACAAACCCCCTTAAACCCCTTTTCTCTTTTTTCGCACATTCGCACCCTTGACACAACAATAATGTAGTCTGAAACCTCTGTCACTACCGCCATTGCCACCACTACCAAATCACATCACATCATCGACCCGTCCGCCGACTATACTGTAATTCCCAACGGGCCCCTACAGCACTTGCTCAGCTTTGCACGTATCGACGTTGATCGTAAAGTGATGGTGGGTTACAAAAAAGGCGACTCTACAAAATATTTATTCGTTTATGCAGTGCCCCAATATGTCCATTGGTTCAACATGGCCACGTTTACAAACTTTGCCAAAACTTGGGGCAAGACAATGGCTCGTTTTGGGTTCAAGAGAATCGTTGCAAAGTTTTATTAGGTGAACATTGATCAACTGAATCTGCCCAAAGAATGCAACTGGGTTTTGTTGTCCGACTCGTTCAAAGGCTAGCCGCACCTGCATCCACACGTCACCTTTAGATATTCTGGCGTAGGCGGTCTTTCTCATCGCTTAGGAAATTGGATACACTCATTCAGCGATATGTATCCTGATGCGGTCAATCTTCCCAAGAATATCAAGATTGGTACACAAGTTTTGAAAATGGACGACGAGTCGCCGGAACTGATAGCTAGAATCAAATCGTACGTGGAAAAGGCTGCCCATCATTATGAGCGTTTAGATATCCATACAAATGTGCAACATTGCAAATAGTTTTTGTAGATTGTTGCGCCACATGTATGCACCGTTATTTTCCATGACAACGATAACATCCATTTGGATGGAGATTTGAGTTTTACTCGTCTTCGTCGACTTGCCTTTAGAGGAGCCATGGACATTGCAGATATAGAATCTGTATTGTAGCGTGCACCCTGTCTGAGCCACGTTACCATAATGGCATCCGAAAATTATGATGACGACCGCATGGATTGCGATGATCCCATAGTTTTGCCATCGCTTTCGTCCGTAACATTGGATTGCTCACTTGTTCCGGCAGATGATTTGGTTCGTCAGGGACATGATGCGGTATTTAACATGCTCCTAAGGCAGCCCAATCTTCGTCACGTCAAGTTGAGCAGGATTCCTTGGCCATTTGGAAATCTTAAACCCCAAAAATTCGTGGATGATCTGTTGTCCATGTACGTCGACGCTTATCCGCACATTATGTGGACATTCTAGTTTAACAATGCCAAGTTTACTGGACCATGGAATGAAACAATCAGCGATCCTTTGTAGGCACCTCGTCGTCACAGAGGCAAACCAAAGCATTGGAACTTTGACGAAAATGACGTGCTTGACGCTTTGGCTGCTGTGGGCACATTGTCATCTAGGCCCAATAGCTTGGTAAATTTCCCTTTTAATATTTCTGGCAGTCAGAATGTTGACTTTGTGACCAAGATTGTGAAAAAGGCGGAGCAGTTGGATAGTGTCAGGATGGAGTCCAATGCTCGTGAACCCGGACAGGCTTTTTCTGCTCGTGTCAAGTCTTTGTAACAAATGTATTTGTGTTTTGTAATTGTTGATAAATGTTTTTGTCAATCACAGTGCCATTAGTGACTTTAGTTATCACAGGGCCATCAATGGCTTTTCCAAAATTCTAAGAACTGGTTCTTCGGAATTGTAAAGCGTATCCCAATCTCTGATCCAATGAAAAAGTGCAGAACCAGCCGAAGTTGCTGCGCCGAAACAGTTGAATTCTATCAAGAATATTCCCAGTTGGCCAACCGATTCTGTCGTTGGACGTGGCCAACTGTGTGATTCTTGCTTCGCTAGTGAACAAGTTCGCAAAGAATCTGCAGATCTTTTGTCATTCCACAGTACAACATCCATGGTGCAATCTTCGTAAGGAACACAATCAAATATTGCCTTGTAAAATTTGCTAATACGATCAATAATATCTTTTCGAGCAGCCTCGCTTTGGAATTCTTCTACATATTCATCACCATATTGACTAATGGCTCGCAGCTGACTCTTGTGAATGAAACATCTAAATTCATGATTTTCGGGCAAGTCAACCCATTCTCTCAACACGATACACCTATCCCATCCCGATGACAGTGTGCGATAGGTTCGTTCAGAATCTACCAATGCATTGATCATCTACTCGGCACTGGTAAACTTGAGCATTTTGCCATACGATCCTTGGATATCTTTGGGTGATACGCTGGACAATTTGACAAAGAAGGCACAGTCTTTGTTGCCGGCTGCGATTCTTTTCATTGCTTTTTCGAGCCTATGTTCAAGTTTGTGGCGCAACGGTTTATTGTTGTTATTTCCAGTGTTAGTGTGGTAACGTCTAAGTCTGTGCTATTCTAGTTCGTTCATATCTGCATCATCAATGAGCAACAATTCAGTTTTACAGACCAAAGCATTGGGCATTTTGGTTTTGAATTCTTCGAACCACACATCCTAATTGAACGAGTAATGCTACTTTTCGTACAAGGTATTTATGGAAGCAACGGGTTTTCCTGCTCGATTCAAGATTTGTTCTGTCTTTGGGTCTATACTGCACCAACGTAAATCTGTATCCATATCGTTTACTTGCTTCGCTGCGTGGAGATGGTGAACCATAGTGCCGACTTCAACACCCAAATCTTCCAAATAGTCGACCAGATATAGTTCATAATAACGGTCGCTAAAGATTACCTTGTCATCTTGGACCTTGTATTGTAAATGTTCAAGATGAAAATTGCTGTTGCAGATTCGATCGTCGTTGAGGGTCATTTAGGGTTTTGTTTTGGTTTTGGATTTGTTTGTAAGTTTGTTTCAGTTTGTTGTTGACCAAAAGTCTACAAAATAAAATTGTCGAAACCAACGGACAGGACAAAAATTATTTTGTTTCAAACTTGTAAAAAAAAGATTGGCCAACTTGCAAACAACAAACCAAAGCAAACATGAACAACATCGAGGACCTATTGAACATGGATGCAACGAGTTTGTAGACTCTTGCCAATGACTATAACACTAACCAAGATATACTGTCTCAATTCAATAATGGCTCGTTGCAAAGAATATTGGCTGCTGGCTAGGCCGGCAAATACGAAATTGTCATTGATGCATGGGACATAACACAACAAGGCATCGCCTACCTCAAGTCCAAGGGTTTCAGTGTTGTACGCGAAAAGAGAACGGGTTACACATTCGACGGCTTTGGTTCAATGTTCAAATATGACGGCGGCTACATTATCTCTTGGGAACAGATTACTCCCCCACCACCGCCATAAGTTACTATATTTCCATAAGACGCATACATACATAAATTTTTGTTGTCGGAAATCTAGATTGCAACTTTTGTAACAAAACAAGCCTACCACCCACATAAAACAAACAAAACATGGACCAACTCTCGCAACTTCCAAGTGACCTATCACTCATCATTCTGCACTATGCAAACATTCCCTGCCACCGTGAACCCTATGGTTATTTCAAAAATGATCAATCTCGCACCGTTCACCGAGTGTTTAGCCTTGCATGTGACTACGATGAAATAGCGTATTCTTTGAAATATGGCATGTGTATCTCTGGTATTTAGACTTTTCATTTCAAGTCCACAAAAGAGCCTATATCCATTCCAAAGAAGATCATTCAAACCGTCAAGCATCACCCAGAAGTTAGAGTTTTATGTCGTATGAATCAAACTATAAGCAATACTAACTATAGAATCTACGAAAAAGAAATCGACAATCTGGAAAGATATGACTTTCAAATGGGAGGCAACAGAATCAAGGTCGAATGGAATTTGCAAACATTCATGACGAACAAAGAAATATTGTACGAGATTCTGGGAAACATTGTACGCTGTCGGCTCAATTCGACCATCAAAATATTGGTGCATTTGTTCAACAATGTCGAACCAACGAGTCTCAATGCTTTGGAAACCTTGTTCAAAAAGTGCAGAGGTTATATGCGTGGTAGATTATAGTTGTATCTGGCATTTGAAGACTCCGAATCTGTTTCAGTAACAAGCAAAACATTGGGTCAAAAAGTATTTGGCATGACATCCTTTTGGGAAGAATGTGGCAACAATGTCAAGTCGCTTCGATGGGATGAAACACACTACATGCATGCTCAACTGTAGATTGTCAATGTAGTGCCCTACATGAATCACTTGGACAATTTGATAGTTTGGTCAACGGGAGCAGACAAGATTTTGGCAAGGCTGGCTCGTATTCCTTACAAATTGACCATTGCCAAACATTAGTCTTTTGCAAATGTGCCTCAACATATGAATGAAGATGCACTCATTGCATTAGTCGAAAAGTTTGGAACAGGTGTTCATCCACAGGTTTCAGTTACAGTAACTCCTCGTGTGGTCATTAATTACGATCGTTTGGATCAAGTTTTGCAAGTATTTGAACAGGCAGATGATAACGGACAGGGTTTATAGACATTTTTATTTTATCGAGGAGTATTTGTTACAGCCAACTTGCATTCGTATTCTGAAGAAGCCGTCATTGAACAATAGTAGGATGTGACGGGTAAGTTGATTGGTAGACCTGTAAACTTGAAGGCTTTGAGATATTTGTTGGAAGAAAAGAAAAGTTTGAGAGAAAGTTTTGAACAGCAACTCTTGTCCAAATTTTAGAAGATGAACCTATAAACAAAAAAATTTCTAGTTTGCCAAAATTTATTTTTTTGTTCGTCTTCCAAACATGCCTGCCTCAAAACGAACTTATTCAACATCTGTAACTACGGACCATGAGACAGAATACAAACATCAACAACCAAATAATAATAGCCAAGAACCCTGTTCCAAGTATCAACGCTTCAAAATGGCGGTAAAAATACTTGCAAAGCGTAGTAGAGACCAAATAGAAACCCAACAGCAACAACCCAATTAGGACGACGAAAAGCAACTACCCATAGCCAAATATGCGCGTCATCGCTGGTTGCAAAGTGGTCAAAAGTTGAGTGGTAACAAGAGAAGGTTAGAGTTGGACATGGAGGCAGACGAACAAGAGTAGCAAGAAGATGCAGCAAACCAGAATACTGCAAAACGGATATGCGAATTTGACCGAGATTATCCCGACTTTCCACCTCTGCCCCAAAAACTCTTGACCGAAGAAGAACAATTGGACATGTTGGTCGAGGAAATGGTTCAAAAGTATGGTGAAGAAGCATTTGAACATTGGATTAGCTGTTTGCAGGAGCCAAGTCAGAATCTGTTGAATGACTGCAAATACTATTTTAGGGACTCTGTGTTTTGATGAGAATAAATATCATGTTGTACAATATTATTATTATTATGTTTGTTTGTTTCAGACCAATAGTGGTTCCATCATCCTTGCCTGCTGGACCAAATCCTTGAAACTCGACTTTTTGGCAACGGTGACAAAACTTGGTTTGTGGCCATGTGATTTGGACTTGCTAAATTTGCTGCGGTCCTTGGATTTGGTTTCGGGTCCATTTATTGCATGTTGGGCAATCTTTTTCCATGCTTGAATTTCCTCTTCTGCCAAGTCCAAAGGTTTCGAGACAATTTCTTCTGTTTCATCGTCCTCGTCCGCCAACGTCATGAGTTCCACATCAATGTAACGCTAAACCATTGGTGACAAATACTGCAAACCTGCATGCTTTTTGTGGTCGCGAGCATATCCGCATAGAAAACGAGTATCAGTTGGAAAGTAAAAATTATCCCTGACTCTAATTTCGAAGCGCCTGAGCATGAAGCCATCACGAGTTTCCTCAAGTAGGCGGAGAATGTAATTTGAGCATTGGTCCAACGAAAGCAGGTCTGCAAAGTGTGGAATGATTGTTTCCTGATGATCATAGAGTGCATAGACGAGCATGAATTTGGTGGCCATGGTTTGTTGTGTGTTGGTAAGAGTTGGGTGTTGATGTTGGGCGCTGAGAAGCGGGCTGTAGAAGGGGTGTGTGAAAAATTGTTTGTGTTGGCGAGAAGTGAAGGGGTTGTTTTGGAATTTTTTATGGTGTTCCTGTGCGTCCATGTTCGTCGGTTACAAAAGCAATATTTTTAGTTACTTGACGTCAAGTTTGTTGTTTGTTTCGAGCAGCAAGCAAAAAAATAATTTGTCAGCTTTTTCTTTTTTTTGTCTACCCTCTCACCCACACCGGCCAGCCACGCATGAGCAATTTTTCCTGCCACTCTCTCGCATCGGAATGGGATGCACACATGAATGATACTGCCCAAGCACCCGATATTATCGAAAACATTGTCAGCTTCTATCCTCACTTGTTCACCAAAAACTTGATTCTAGGTCTGAACAAAAAGTGGCATAATGCAGTTTTGTTGTACCATAGGCGTTAGTCCATCAAAACTGTCAAGTATATACCTGCTAAAGACGAACTAGTACAAAACTGGAAAAACTACATCCACCGTTTTGAAAAGTATACAAATAATGTTTCCATACTGTTACAAAACAATGACACTGTAGATGTTGTCACAGAATATCGTCCCGGGAATTCATAGGGAAAGTTTTGTTAGATTTGTTGTCACAGTTTTAATAATTATTTCGACAAGGTTGGATTCGAGCAAAGTTTGGTTCTCAAAGTGCCTACAAAAATTGTGGACATAATAGACCACATATAGCTTGTGATATAGGGGCATGAAGTAAGTAGTATTGAAAAGTATATACTCACATGGTTTCAAACCAAATAGGATGATTATTTTTGCTATTATAACATATTTATTGGAGGTTTCGACGAAAATTGTTTGCGATACATTGAAGGAAATTTTGCAATGATAAACATTAACATTAGATTTGATTCAATTGATATTGACGTAGACTATTCACAAATCGTAGCAATACGACACGAAAAGAAATCCAACGACAGATGGAAATTTGTTGGTAACAAACGAGCATTAGAACAAGAACAGAAAACAGATAGTTTCTTTGGTTAGGATTTTGATACATTTTTTGCATGGCGCACTTTCTATTCCAGTATTACCTGTTTATATCGAGAGTAGAACACTGATAATGAAATTAGTGGCTTTTTACATTCGCATTCATGGACAGATTTGATAATCTTGCGTTGTCAGATGCAAAGTAAAGGTTGTTATCCAGATGCCATATACTTTGATGCGCCTAGTGTTGGGCAAATTTCATTTTCGTAGCTGTCTAAATGGACTCCTCATGATTTTGTACTTCCTGAACTGCCAGGTAAAGCGCCTTGGGAAGTAGAAGAGTCCGAAACAGTGTTGTGGTATGCAATTTCTTTGATTCAGTAGCGACCTACGTTACGATTGAACACGAAATACAACAAATTACGTAGTGCGAATGACGATAGATTGGTCATAAAGTTCAGTGGTCCTCAAAATAAGCCACTCGGTTTCAACATATTTTATTTCAACCAAAACTTTTTTGTGTGTTCCTGTAATCTTGGAGGCCTTATATATCACGCTTGAAATTGACAAACCCATTATTTGCCAAAAATTGGAATACCATAGCCAGACTTGCGGTCTTTGCCCTTGCTAAATAAATCTATGGTTGTTTCATTCATCAACTTTAACAGTGTTGGAATGGGAATCTTTTTGTTACGGCCACCCAACTGAGATCGTTGTTGCTGGATCATGAGCGCAAACATGCCACAGATGATTGGTGAACTGAAGGATGTTCCCGATGATGCAACGTAGACGCCTCGCGACTGTTCAGCAATGACATCTTCGCCAATGCCAACGTAGGATACATCCCAACCTTTGGAACTGAATGATGCCAATTCGAATCTGTTTTTGATGGTGTTGTAGTCGACTGCTCCAACGGCTGTTACGTAGGGCAGACAGGCAGGATAGGTTGAAGAGTAGGAACCGCTGTTGCCCATGGAATTGACAAGCATGATTCCAGCTTCATAGGCTTCCTTGAGTGCAGCTGTAAGGTCGCTGTATTTGGGGTCGCTGCCATCGTCGTCTGCATAGAAACTCATGTTTACAACATCGACTTGTTCTTTGATGCAGTCCCGCAACGCCCATGCAATGTTGGCTACGGTTTGAATCAGTGCTGCTTCTTCACTAGTATTATTGTCTGCATTAACAAATACACTGTAAACGACCAGTTGAGCATCCGGTGCAACACCAGTGTAGTTTCGAACGGGATCGTATCCTGCAACAATGCTCGATACCAAGGTTCCGTGGGGTTCTGAACTTGCTCCGCGAACAATGTGCTTTAGAATCTTTTGTCTGTCCGTTGTTTGAGTTTGTTGAAGCGAGTCGGCAGTTGTGTCACAAAATGCATCAATGACTGCAACCTTTACTCCCTAACCTCTGAAACCCTTGTTCCACATGCTGGGTATGCCGTGAATGCGCAAGTGTCGAGAGATGTCGGGCTACTTGGTTGACTAGGAAGCCGATGAGGCTCGAATGATTTTGGCATCGTGTTTGATGTTGGATGAGGTAGCCTTGTTACCTGTTGCAGTATATTCGGTGTTCTTGGTGTTATTACCAAAGTATGACCAAAAGAATGAACCCAACATTGTTGCCTGTGGTTGGTAGTTTTGCTTTCTTGGGACAGACGTATAGTGTTTATACAAAAGTCTACATTTATATCGTTGGTCTTGTATTTCGAAATTGTCAAATGTACGCCCAAGTTTTTAAACAAAATTTATATTTTTTTGTTGCGCCAAACAAACAACAAGCAATCTTCCACCTTCCCACACCCCTATTGGTAAACTCACACAACAAACCAACAAAAACAGCAAAAAAAATGAACAACATGAATCCCAACGACTTGGTCAATCTCAAAACTCGCACATTGGCCCTTCAAAAAGAACAGCTTCGTCGCATTGCCGAAAACGATCCCAATGCACAAGTTTACGAATACGAAGAAGGTGAAGCACCTACCGATCTCATGCCTGCTCAACGTGTAGCAGAACTTTTGAGGATTGCCAGAGAAGAATCTATTCGCATTCGCAATGACAGGTCGCTTCAGAAGTGGGATGATTTCCACATACAACTTGAACTCCAAGCCCGATTGGAAGGAGACAAGGCAGACGAAGAAGAAAAGAAACTTAAAATTATGAGCATGTACGAAAGTTTGAAGCGTTATGTTCTTTATTTCCATCCAGACTGGAAGAATGAAGAGGAAAAGATTCATGCAGAAATTGGTTTGCTGAGCGCTCGTGCCGTTGATGCCTATTTGCAGACTATGAATGAAATTGTTGCCGAACAGATTAGAGATGGCAGCGGAAACAATGGCGGTGAGGGTGATCAAGGTTAGCAACCTGTCAATAGTATTCAAGGCAAGGACATTGAAGCCGAAGTTTTTGAGCGTCTCGACGGCAGCAAGGCCAGCGCCGAACAAAAGAAGTTAACTTTGGGTTCCATGTTTCGTAATTTCAAAAAGTATTTGATAAGCATTAGACCTCATCTTGCCAACAATGAGCAGCAGCTATTGCAGGATATGCGCTTCATCAGTGGTTACATTGCTCTCACCTACAAGCAAACTCGTGACTCCATTCCTGCACAACCTTTTGATGACGACCATATCCGCTACCAAGTGCAGAAAAACAAACCCGAAGTCAATGAACTCTTCAAGCACTATGGCAAAATGTTTGAAAAGGTCACGTCAAGCACAACCTCTGAAAAGCAAATGGAAGTCATCTACAACATGATCCAGCTAAGAGCCGAAGTCGAACAAGGTTTAATTCCAGACAATATTGCCGATGTTCATGCTAGCGAATACCTGCAAAATACCTTCCTTACCGGTCAGCAAAAAGCGCAAATGGCCGTAAATGCTGCCAAGGCTGGACATGCAACGGGTATGAATCGTGCAGAGAGACGTAGATTGTTGCGTGAACACAAGTAAACAACAAATCAATAAATTGTATGCTTTGTTATCCTATGTTTACACAAGTTACACATTCCAATAAACTCCAAAACCAAATTTGATATCGGGCAACTATTTCGGTAGAACTTCTGCAAATTGTCTATTCCTATGGTCTTCGATATACAAAAGTTTGACTTCCTGCAATGATGAACAGGATAGAATCGAAGAAACAAGCTGGTCCGTCGTAGGATAGGCAACACCAACGCACAAGTATTCCAACGCACTGTTTGCAATGCCAGCTGCTGTCAACTACGCCGGTGACCACTGTACGTATTCTATGTAAAGGTATCTGAGCAATTTGGCCTAGTTGAGACGCGAAACAATGCTAATGATTTCGGCAGTCTTGCTTCTATCGTATTGTTCGATGATGGTCAGGCTAACTGTAACATTTTTGCTAACAAGCCAGTCTACTACACTGTTGAGCGAATCGATAATGCGTGCATACTAATGCGTATAAGAGATATCGAGATACAAGTTGCGCAGATTCGGAAAGTGCATGGGCATTTGCTGCAACAAGCTTTCGCTCTTGTCCGTATTCACCCACAAGTTTTCTATGGTTTTCGGCATGTACTAAAACGTGTTTTCAAACATCGAAAGAAGACCATTGCAATCAAGAGACTTGAGTTTTGTAAGCTATCTGAATAGGCTGCCAAAGGTGTCGCTCTTCTCTTGATGCGTAGAATTGTCGTAACCATTGTACGCAAAATTCAAATGCGTAATATTGTTATCGGCGGCGGCTAGTTTTTCGAGACTTTGCGTCAAGCGCTAAATGTCATCAAGACTATCCATATCGAGTATTTCGATCGATTTGATATTCTTCTGATGATCCTAGGAAAGATGCTAAAAAATTCGGCTAGAGCAACGACGAAGAGCAGGCAAATCGAATATTTTCCCGTCATAATCACCATCAAACATCGAATTGTAAGTACGTAACTATGAGCGGGCTAACTAAAACAGTTGCTTCACCTTTAGCTGACTGAATGAAGCATTTTCCATGTCGAGATGTCTCAATGCCAAGCACTCGTCAAAAAATTTCGGGAAGCATACAATCCAATCGGCGTAGAAATCATCTTTGAACTATAGCTACTTGACTTTACGCATTATGAAACCAAAGAGTGGTCTCTCGGCTACCCATGCTCGTATGTCTATGCTTGAAATACTCCATTCTTCGATGAAAATGGAACCATAGATAAGTGCAGGGGTTCTATCGGAATCGCCGCCAAAGTATCCAACTAAATTATTCAATTTGGTGTCATCGCATACTGCTATTTTGTATTGGTTGAATTCCAGCAAATGAAGAACTACATGCTGTGGAATCATCTTGAGCAGCAAACTAAAACGCGATGCATCTTTTTTGCGCTATTGTGACAATGCTACCAAAGAATCGGTCATGTAGCCTTGCTCGTAGAGACGCTATTGCTTAATTCTTTCATGAAAACTGTTGGTGGTAGCAGGATCTATAGATCCACATAGTCGAACAGGTTCAACGGCAGCGGCAGGTTGAGACTCGTCGCGAGTGCGCTTTTTGGATTGTTGGTGTGTTGATGACATGGTTGGTTGAGTGTGTTGTGGCAGGCGCGAAGGGTGGCTGAGGTGGCAGAGAATTGTTGGTTTTTTGTTTGCTTTGTTGATGGAGTCTGGAAGGTTAGACCCTTGAGTTCCAAGCGAAAAGGAACTTGACGCTGGTGAAACTTGACGTGTGTTGAGAGGTCAAGTTCGAGTTCCAAGGGATCGGGAACTGGATGGGTGCCGTCACATTTCAAGCCTTGCCTTTCACAAAAAATTCAGACCCCTTCCACAACAAACCTTCTTTCGCCTCAACAGCAACACCCCTCGGCAGCACTCAGCAGCAACACAACACACCCTGCACAACAACCAACCCACTCACCATGCAGCAACAACACACCAGTCTCAAGTCTCAGGCCATCGTTCAACCGGTTCTTCAGAACCAAATCGTTGGACGCGTCCAACAGCAGCCGTCTCCCAAATCTCAATCACCCAAAAAGCAAATGACCGATAGCACCTTTGTCAATGGTAAAATGACTCAAACTCAATTCGAGCAACTTTGTAAGCACCACCTAATCGATTTCACCAAAGGTCGCAATGCTCGTGATCCCGAGTATGGCCGCACTTTACTCATGATGCTCATCCGTAAGCGCTGGTTTTAGGCTGCCGAAGCACTCATTGCCTCTTTTCCGGACGTTGATGTTACCGTAGACTAGGAAATCGGTGGTGGCGATGGTTCATTAGTCATGAATGGAGACTTTGTGGACGTGAAAGTCGATGCCACCTTTAGCGAACAAGGCTTTACTGCTCTTCACTATGCTGCCAAGGCCAATGCTCCTGTCTCCTTGATCCGTAGTATCGTTAATCGCGGCGCTGATGTCAATGCACACACTTCTATTTGTGAAGAACGCGAGCAAGACGAATACTAGACTGCCTGCAATGGAGGAGAAGAAAATGTCTATGGATCGCTCTATAACCGCACTGCTTTGGCTCTTTGTGAACCCGGTAGCGAAATGGCTCGCACTCTACTTGCTATGGGCGTCGATCCCACCATTTATCCCCTTCGTTAGTGTTTTGAGCGCAATGGTGACGATGAGGACGATGGATATGAGGGTGTTGCCGAATCGGAGCCTCATTTGTTTACGCGACTTGTTTCGTTTTACGATGAGAAGGCCCAAATGCATGCTGTAAATGCTTTTGTGTTTAGTCCCGAAATGGATAGGCATGAATTCTTCTCGGCTCTTAGAGAAGCGTGCGGCTACAATAGTCTGGAATCTATTGATGTTTACTACAGGCGTGTTACCTTGAATCCCAGCACTTTTGTCGTGGAAAGTAACCACTGGATCAAGACCAAGATTTCTGGTGACAATTGGAAACAAGCACACAAGGAAATGTGCTTTTACTGCTTTGCTCTCGGTGAACAGGAAGAGGATACTCCAATGGTCAAGGTCAAGTTGTAATCTTTTGTATAAACTTTATTTGTTATGGTTGTTTTGTTTGGAAACCTGCTCGGTAATTTTTTTGACAAGTAGTTGTGAGCAAACATAAAAAAGCCTCGGCATTTATAAATTCGTAACTTGAACGAAAAAGTGGTTGCCATTTTGTAAAGACAAAAAAGTTTCTTGAACTCGCAAATATCTGACCAACAACTCAACAAACCAAAAAAATGTATCGCAACGGAAGATCATCGGTCATAAGACAGGTTAACAAACTCAACCCCAAGGCTCAACAAGCAGCAGCTGGCAGTTCAGGCGGCAAAAAGTTACTCTCAAACAATGTTCTTGAAGCCATCAATGTTCCCGTGAAGCGTTTTGGTATTAATACTGCTAATTTTTCAACAATGGCAACTTCTACTGACAACAATCAGCAACCCAAAGTTGTCATCATCTGTGAAGACGACAAGAGAAGTGCCGATATTTGCGTCAAGTTGCAGGAAAAGGGCGTTCCCCATGAGGTTCTCTTTTTGGATAAGGCTTCACTTTCGCTTGAAGATTTGCCGCGTCTGTTGAGTCCCAACAATGTTTACTATTGCCGAGTTTCACCTTCTTCGTTTTTGCGCAGTCACGAAAGTGCACCAACTTTTGCCAAGATTGTCATGAAGTATCTGGCCGACAATGTGCCTCGCGAAAATATTTTGAATACTGCTCAGGCACTTGAACTCGAAGTTAGCAAAGCTGCACAAGTGATGCAACTCAAAAAGTTTGGCATTCGTACACCCAAGACTTTTGTGTGCATGACTCGAAAGGATGTTGTTGCCACCATTGAAAAGCATTACATTGACGATGAAAATACCAGACTCGTTGTAAAGCCCAACTTGGGTGGTTCGGGTGAAGGTGTATAGATTTTGGCCAATGGTAAACTTGGTTTGGGTTAGCTAAAGAGCAGCGCAAATACTACCAAGATGAATAGTGCCGATGGTCTTTATATTCTATAGGAGTATACAACTGGACCCGGTGCACCTTTGCAGTTAGACAAGACTGGAAAAAGTTATCATATGCAACAGTGGGCCTATAGACTCGAAATCATTGATTAGAAGCCGCAGTACAGTCTAAAAATGGACTCGACGTCGAAGGTAGCCTTGTGCCCTTGCGATCAAAACAAAACAACAACCAAGGATGGTTAGCCTGCATTTTAGGTTGTTACCGATCCGATGAGACAGATTGACGGTTTGGCATCGGCCGATGTTTGGAATGATTTTGTTGCCAAGTGTGTCGAAATGACCAAACAAAGTGGTATCGACATTTGCGCCGTTGAATTCAAAATTGATGCCAGAGACGGAATTCCAACTGTCCACGATTTGAATGTCAATACCAACTACAACAAGTAGGCTGAAGAAAGGGCAGGCGTTGTTTCGGCATACGATTTGTTGGCTGAAGCACTCAAGAACAGATTGGCAAAGGTTTCTGGTTCGGCTCTGTAACAAGATGAAGTAAAAGAATAAATAATAAATGTACATGATTATTTGATTGCACCCATACTTTCGTATTTATACGCATATTCATTCATAATCATTTCCATGGTCAATGCTCGCTTGACTTTTGTTTGTACGATCCACCTATTACGGTCCAAAGGTCCTTCAGACAGCAAGAGATGCTATTTGTCGCACTTTTTTCGCCAGTGGAGAAGAATGGCTCTAGCAATTGGCTTAGAAACAAAGGGTAAAAAGAGTGGTATGGACTTGCGCGTCGACCATGTTTCTTGTTGGTTTTCGTATTGCTGACCAATGTATTTCGCTAACCGGAAACGAACGAGTGGTAAAAGGAGCAACTTATCATATTGAACAATGACTGCCAAATTTTCTTCGAGGTCTGTGTTTTGGTTGGTGAGTTGTTCGATCATGGTCCTCTGAGAAATGAAAAAAGGCCACAACAAATGGGAAAAATATTTGAGAGCCAAAAATTTTTTTATTGGTCTCATTGTTTGACCGCATGCTTATGCTTCTTCTTTTTTGCAGGTTTCTCGCCATCTTCTGTTACAGGACTACCAAAGATGCCAGACAATGCCTGTAGCAAATCGCGACGTTCCTACTCTTCCTCCACCAAGTGCTTCTTGAGCAGCAATGCCTTCAAGTTTTCCTGTTTGAACACATGCTAAAACATTTCTCCCTTGACCAAATCTTCAACCGTGGGTTCGACCGTGCCGTCCAGTGATTTGCCTGCAACGTATAATGCGAATATGCAATCCGTCTGCACCGAATGATTGTCACAGACGACAGAAACTTCTTCTTCGCTTTTGGCATTGTCTAATTGTTGCGACACTTGCTACCTTTTGTCCCTGTACAAACGATCAAGAGTAGCAGTCAACTTGACAATATCGACGCCATCAACATTGAATTCGTAGGAAATGGGAAGATCGAGATCCATAAGCATACGCGCGGCAACATTGAGATGAAAACGAGCAAGCACCAATTCTTCCATCTTGTGCCACTCTTCGCCGTGATGATTGTGAACCCATTCATTGACCCTATCGGCCAGTTCGTCTTCAGTTTTGCCGACGGGTGTGGTAAAGGTGGGCAACTTGGCCAATTCTTCTTTGGTGAGATATGTTGCCTTGTTTGTATCCTCTTCTTCTTCCTTGTCGTGAAGAATGCGTGAAATGAGATCGCTGAGGTCCATAGTGTAACAGATGAGTGGTTTGGTTTGGTGTTTGCTGTTTATTGTTGCAGATAGTAAAGGCAGCGGGTAAGAGGCAAGATACGTTGTGCGAAGCGAAAGGAACGAGATCTTTTCGGGTCACCAAACATCAAAAATTACTGTAACTAATTGCACTTGCACATCAACTAACCAATACACATACAAATACACAAATCGGTTACACTTTTATGCACATGACGCAATCATGACTTTGCCTGACGAATCCATTATCCAACAAGTATGCCAACAATCTATCGTTAGTCACATCCTCAAAAAGTATAATGGTTCCTGAAGGCACAGATGCTAGAACAGTCTCCAAAAACTACTTGAACAGGCCCTGACCACGAAGCGATTCTGCGATTTCTATTCCTCTGATGGCAAAAATGGGTTTGTCCTTTGCGATTTCAGGCCAGACAGATTTACAAACATAAACCTAGGCTACTTTTGTTATGATCCACTTTTCAGCAGGTGGTTTGGCAGTCAAATAATGCGTGACACACCGATGAGCAAGATTTGTGATGCACATTATCAACGGATGCTTTTGATGGCTACAACAGTGTCATGTGTTTTTGACCAAGGGCTGCTGTTGGTTTTGCTGAAAGAGATATATGTAGCGTGATGCGAAATCTTCAGATCCTAAACGTTGGTAAAGTCCAGCCGCAGACGCTTTTTGATCTTCCTTCGTATCGTGTCATGTTTGTTCTGCATATTTATTTTGACAAACACCCCAACACAACAACACAAAGCAAAAAAATAAATTCAATAACAATTTCCACGCAAGTGTATTTGGTCTAACTTTTGCAAAAGTTGTTGATGGTGTTCGATTTCTTCCGGAAGCCAGCCTGTTTCTGAGGACCACTCTTCCTCTTCGTTGGTGTTGTCGAGATTGGCATTGGTACTTTCCGACTGCTGGCTGGCAACAATGACCACTGAAAAACACTAAACCATGCGATCATATTGGCGATTGACACGATTGAGCATCTGTTGTTCCTGTTCTTCGGCCGACAGAATCTTGTTCTTGTTTTTGGTAACGTTAGTGGCAACTCCATCCTGATCTATTTTGATGAGCAGTTGGCGTCCTTTGGTGATCAGAGTTTCGTCGCCAATGTACTCATTAGTATAGATGATAGGTTTGGACTTGAGTTTGTTGTCCTGAAAACCGTGATTGTCCAATTGGCTATCGAGGCGTGTGTATTCAATGAAGCGAACAAGGGTGCCATCTTCGTCTTCATCTTCAAAAGAGTTGACAATTCGGACAGAATAGGTGTTGCTGTTATTTTTGGGAACCATGGTTGATTGAGTTGTTAGCAAAAAAGAAAGTTGTGTTGGTTAGGTTTCGGTTGGGTTTTTTCAGGCACAAGATTTTTTTGAGTTGAGCAGTTTGGTTTGGGGTCAAGCAAATATTTTTTTCAGCCAACGTCCAAAACATTTTTTCTTCTTCTCTAGTTCAGCAACCTAACCCAATCTAACCTGCTGTCACCCACAAAAAACATGAATCGCATCCGTCCATCATCAATCTACAAGACTGTCCACCGAGACCACAAAATTCGACAACAACTTGCCATCAAAGTTGAGCGATGCGATATTGTCGATTTGGCCCAGTGGCTGTCCAAGAGTCAGCAATTTGTGCCTCACAAGACTTTGATACCACTGCTACGCGAACAAATTAGAAAATTGTCAGCCGAATTAGAATCGGACGAGAAGAATCGGTTGCGTGCAGAGACTCTAAAATTGTTGACCAAGGTTACGGATCAGATTGCCACTCGTTTCCACCAAGAGCAACTTTATCGTGTTAGCCAACTGGTTAAAAGTCTTCAGATGCGTGCCGAAACCATCGAAAAAGAAGACCAGAGCATCAAATCTGAAATCTAGGAGGCCGATCGTGCATTGGAGGAGTTTTTTGCAGACTATTTCAGGGATAGGACCACTTGGACAGCAAGTTGAGGTATCAGGTGTTGCCGATATGTAATGTACTTTTAATTGTAAATTAACTACAAAAATAGTTTATTGTTCAAAACTTTTCGACTGCGTTCTTGATATTCTGCTCAGAACCACCAACAAATTCGCCAATCTTTTGACCATTGCGGAAACTTACAAAGGTAGGAAAGGCTTCAATGTTGAATGCATACATTGCGTCGGGAATTGCATCAATGTTCACTTTGACAAAGGTAATATTCTTATGGGTCTATGCCATTTGCATAAAAGGAACGGCCATGGCAATGCAGTGAGGGCAGTGGGGACTGAAGAATTTGACAACAACGTTGCTATTGTCTTTGATTAAGCGGACCAAGTGTTCGACAGAGTCTTCTACTACATAAAAGTTGTTGGATTTGCCCACTTTTGCAGTTATAGGTTTGACACTGTCAATGGTAACTTTGTGCGAACGCTTGTTGTTGTTGCGTCTCTTTTGCGTGTGGTTGGACAGTGGAGCAACGAGTTTTCTGCCTGACTTTCGGACTGCACTTCTGGTGAGGATCATTTGCTTTTTTTTTCGGTTTTGGGTGAGTGATGGGTGATAATATAAGGTGATTGTTTTATACTTGACAGGCACATCATTTTTCGTCACGTGTCGAGTGAAGTTCAAGTCCAAAAAAGTTTTGTCGCCGTTCCAACCCAGCACCCCTTCACAACAATTTTTTTCTCTGTTCACCCACCGCCACCCATGTCAACAACCACACTCACCATGAATCCTATCCCACGTTTGCCATCCTACAATGTACCATTCGTATTGGAAAAACTATATCCATGTTTGCCGCACCTGTCGCCATTGATCGCTTCGGACGCAGTTTAGTAGAGCCATAAACAAAATCAGCAGCCTAAAAATAGCACCGGTACTCCGGGTTCTTCACCCAATTCTGGCATTGTCAAAAAGCAAAAGTCAAAGCGAGGTCCCTATGTCAAGAAATCATGTGAAAACTGTAGAAAATACCATGCCAGGTGTGAGGGAGATGATCAGCGTTGTTCAAGGTGCAAGGAATTGGGTCTTGCGTGTTGCCGTCGTCCTTCCCGGGAAACCAAGAAGCGCAAACCATGTTGGAAGCCCAAAGATGTGGAAGCATTTGGATCTGTCTATCCCGCAGGCGCCGAAAGTGAATAGACGAAAAAGGTTATTTACGATGGTTACCTGACCATGTACATTCCCCATCTAGCAGCGACCACATATGTTTTTCCGTTTTCGTGTGAGTCTGTCTCACAGTTTTTCATGAATAGCGTCAGACCCCAATTTCCACTGTCAGGCAATGAGTTGTTTACTGTTACGGCGGGAGCATACCAGAATCAAAATGTGTCGGAAAAGCAGGCAATCGAATCTTTGGACTGGGCTGCTTTGAGCATTGTTTTTGGCGGCAAGACTGATATGCTCGACAAGACCATACATGTTACCATTATAAAGTCGGAATGCTAATTTATTTGTATTTGTTGTCAATTTGGTAAAGTTCGTTTTTTTGAAACAAGAAACAAAAAGAATTTATCACAGTCACGTTTTTCCTAGTCAGCCACTTCTCCATGAAAACACAAGCATACTAGAAGCTGTCTCATTTTTAGGCATTTATGTAGCATGTACAAGAGAAGCAAGTATAGGTTCCTGACGACATAATAGCAAAAGTAATGGACGAAATTGTTCTTTCATACCCCGAGTTGGATGCAGATGAAATTGGAGCAAAGCATGTTCGATATGCACTAAAAAGACTTAGACTCCATGAGTATCAAAACAAGACCGACACTATTTTGCATGCTATAAATGGTCACAAGGCAAAAACATTAACTGCTGAACAACATCAAGCAGTCAAAGAAGCTTTATCCAAAATTATGGACCACTGCAAAGGTGTATCTGTATTTCGAGGCAACTATCCATTCAATATTCGAAAATTGGTCCAGAATCTCGCTCAATCTGTTATCGAAAATGATGACCAAGAAGAAGATGGATGGCAACAAGGTTTGGAAACATGTGTTCAAGGTTACATGAACTATATCGAAACAACACAAAAGCGTCAAGAATTTATCCATCATGACGGCAACATTGCAAAGAACATATTGCTCATGAAAGCCGTTGAAGAATTCAGCATGCTTGGACTTGATGCAAATGACTTGTTGGATGTCATTGACGGCACAGGCGATATGAATGATGAACAATAAAACCAGATGCTTGTTTGTTTGACCAATCGGTCGGTGTTGTTATGATAATCGGCTGTCAGGAACTCGTTTGTCAAGAACTTGACGGGCGGCATGTCAAGTGTCAGCACCGTCCGTCGCATAAAAGGCCAGCCTGCACCCCTCCAGAACAGACCCTTCTCAACAACAAACAACAATTCTCTCACACTCACCCCTCCAACAACCCCTCTCCTAAACCTCTCCTCTCAACACACAACACAACAAATGGCCCGCACCAAACAAACCGCTCGCAGATCATTCGGAGGCAAGGCTCCACGCAAACAACTCGCGTCAAAGGCCGCTCGCAAACATGCCGCCAAGACCACCGGTGGTCTCAAGAAGCCTCATCGGTAAGTTATATAACTATATTTTTGATCTTGCGCGCATTGGTCTCACATTTTTAATTGTCCTTTATCATCTTCACAGCTACAAGCCCGGCACCGTCGCTTTGCGTGAGATTCGCAAGTATCAGAAATCAGTTGAACTCTTGATTCGTAAGCTTCCCTTCCAGCGTCTGGTCCGTGAAATCGCTCAAGTTGACTTGGGAAGAGGAGATATTCGTTTTCAGTCTGCCGCCCTAAATGCCCTTCAGGAAGCCACCGAAGCCTACATGGTCGGTCTCTTTGAAGACAGTATGTATCTTGTTGTTTTAATATTTTTTACAGCCCGAACTAACGTGTTTGTTAATCTGCGACACACAGCCAACCTCTGCGCCATTCATGCCAAGAGAGTCACTATTATGCCCAAGGATATTCAGTTGGCTCGCAGAATTCGCGCTGAGCGATATTGAGCAAACACATTGTTTTGTTGTGCTTATGCAACTATTGAATGAAATTGGGTAATATTTCTGTTTTGTATATTTACATCTTTTGATTTGAATTCCCAAGCGCCTTGCTTATTCCTTTGTGGTCCGTCAACTTGTAAACTTTGCCTCCTATGCTGATTGAATCCAAAGGTATTCTTGAATCTGTCTATATTACTGCTCTTGTTGGAAACTTGTTTGTGGAGCCTGAACCAGTGAGTGGCATGATCAACGTGTGCGGGAATAGGGTTATGGAAAAAATATTTTGAAAGTTGCCCAAAAAGTTTTGAAGTTGGAGTCCAGAAATTTTTTGGAGGTCACAAGTTTTGAGTTGGTCCAAAAAAATTCTTGGTCTTCAAACATTTTTCTTCTCATGCACCAACTTTTCGAAACATTCTTCCAACTTGACATCAACCTGAAGCCAACGCACAGTGGTAAATGCAATCTTGACACCAACAAAGTTCAACAATACTTGAATCGCCTTCAACATATTGACCTCAATCTGGCAACTTCTGTCGAAAAAGTGTTGTTCCAAAGAACTACCTACATTGACCATGATCACTTTTTGCACTTGTTGAATCAAGGATTGGATTCATTTCTTGCTGAACATGGAACAGAAACACCATTCGACATTGTATTGACCGGAGATGGTCAAAGATATTCGTCAGAAGAATACGTAGTCCAACTATTGTGGCCAAAGTTGCGCAACCTCAAAAATCTGAATCAAATTCGCTATTTTGAAACTGAAAACCCAAATCCAATTGCCAAAACTATCTTGTGGATCGATGATGGTTCCTACAGCGGAGGAAACCTCATGAATATGCTTGAATATGCACAAAAAGAATCTGCTCAAAAGGTTCACATAATCTTGGCAGCCATCTGCAAAACAGTCAATGATAATTTCGTCAAACCATCCCAAGATTTCATTAGTTTGCATTGTTCGTTAGAAGTAGGTCGCATTGAAGACGAAATCATCAGTCGCTACTTTTGGACATGTTATCTGGCTCCAAGTCTTTATTTCGACCACAAAATTGCTTCATGTAATAGTACATGTAAAAGCGTTCTTGAATATGGATTGGTTCCCGACAGACCACTAACGGATGAAGAGTATGAAAGTGATGAATGTTATACTCCGGGTGTACGAATGGGTCACTTGACCATGAATCCACCATCTCGCAACATCATTGAACATCTTGAACATGTACACAAAAATTTGGCAAAATAAAAAGTCCAAAGGTTATCAAATTTTTTGGAAGTTACAAGTTTGATTGTTGATCCAAAAAGTTTTTGAAGTCCAGAAATTTTTGGAGGTCAGAGGTTTCAAACAAGTTTTCGAATTTGGTCTGGTCCAAAAATTTTTTTTAGAGATTTCAAACTTGCTCACCAAAAAATATTTCGGTGGTCCTGAACCTGTTACATATTTTTTTGAAGTCACAAGGTTACACAACACTTCGAACAAAACATTAGTATACAAACAATGACATTTATATTTCATAAAACCCGCAACTTTTGGTCTTGACCCTCTGGCGTTGATATGGATCGCCCGGTGCAGCATCTTCTCTTGTGACCAGATAAGCATACAACCTGCCATTATCGGGGTTGTACAACAATATTCTATCCTTTGTCGACTATCCATAAGCAGCCTTTGTTGCAGCAGCCGAAGGACTCTTGTTCCAAATGACCAGACCGGTTCTGTATCCTTCCAAGTCAATCTCGACAAAAACTTTGAGCATGTTCACGGAGTCCTCGTCATCTGAATCTTCAGGCTTATTTCTGTACAAGTGTTCGCCAAACAGTTTATACACATCGACGTTTTCGCGTATCTGTGGCGTATTGAATACCATGACATCCTTTAGTTTGAGTTGTTGTTGGTTCATTGTTCTGTAGTAGCGAGCAATAATAATGGTAATAATATGAATCTTGTGGTTGGGTATGGGTTGATATGCCAAGTAAAAAAAGAAGCACAATAACGATATATCAATAAAAAATCTTATTCTCAAGCCAATATATTTTCCATATACAATATCTGGTCTGACGACCTGCCGATTTATTGCCTCAACTTTGCAAACACCTGCTCAACATCACTCGCCTACATGATATACCTATAAGCAGGCAAAGCCGAAGCAACCCTCAACGTTGCCGAAGACCGCTCAAAACCGGGCTCCTTCTTGTCGTCGGTATCGAACAGACTATAGAATTGCATAGTCTTACCATAAGTCTTGACAAGATACTGCGTGTGCTCAAACACATACTTTGAACCCTGCACATAACCCTTGCTGCCGATTGCTTCCAGATACAACCTCTCCTTGCCCTTTTGAAGACCATACATGTCCATGAGCAACATGAGCATCTGACCCATATTCTTTAATTTCGCATTGTCCCTGTGTGAACACACATATGCGATTTCCAGTCCATTTACATAGGCACTACGAGCGCTGCCATTTTCTTCGGCATCAGGACCATCAACGGCAACATTTTGCCAAGGGCCAACATTCAATTGCTGTTTGGCTACAGGATCGTATTCCTTGACCTTGCTCCTATCGCGAACCATGATGAACGCAACCAAGTCATTTCCACGAAAAGCCATCAACAATCTCGTGTTGTGGTCATTTGCTACTTCGCCGCCAGATGTTGGCATCTTTACCAATAAATGCTTTTGAACAGCATCTTGAGCGATGGTCTTGGTTTTCTTGCTATATATTTTGCTGGCATCTTCGAAAACAAGATCAGACAAGACAATATCATTCGCGCCAGAAAACAACGGTACATATTCGCTAAAATCCAGTCTATTGTCGCAAATATCATCTGCACCGTGGACATCTAGTTTGGTTTTGGGGTCTTTTCTCAAAACTTTGGCAAGGTGTTCTCTGCCGGGTTTACCGCGAGGATCGACGTCCCAGCGCAGCGTGATGCCATTGCTCATGAGATGCTGAACAATTTTCTTTGTGGCTCCTAATCTTTCGGCCGACACTTGTTGTAATGGATTGTAAGGATCGCCGCTTAGAATGTAGCGAGCAACACTTTCAACGCTGTCGTCGGCAAGTTGGCGGCTGGCTGGATTCAGGGGTGCTTTTGGTTTTGTTTTCGGTTTTGGCGCAGTGGTTCTTTTGCTCTTTTTGGTAGACTAGCGAACCAGACCACCTTCACCGAAACCATAAAGCGTACGACCCTAGCGCTTGAGTGCATAGACGACATCCAAATCGGTAACAGTTTTGCGTCTTGCATGTTCCGTATAGGTAACAGCATCGCGGACGACGTTTTCAAGGAAATTCTTCAATACGGTTCTAGATTCTTCATAGATGAGACCACTGATACGTTTCACACCACCTCTTCTTGCCATGCGACGGATGGCTGGTTTGGTGATGCCCAGAATGCTGTCTCGTAAAACCTTTTTGTTTCTGATATTGCCACGGCCTGTCATTTTGTTGTTGTTGGTTAGGTTGTTACTGGTTTGATTGTAAGATGATGGATTGGGTTGTTCCAAAAAAACAAGTAGTTTACAATTTTTCGAATATATTTTGTTTTGGTCAGGCTATTGGCGTTTTACGGAAAACAAACATAGAAGCTGCCAAAGAAACCAGAACAATTTTTATTTTTTTATTTCCATCTACCTGACCCTTCAACTTCAACCTGATGCCTAAGCGATCCAGAGCAGAAACAAATTCCTATAGCAATCTTTGTTACGATGTCATTCACCACATCTTTTCTTTTTTGCCCAGTATTAGCTACAACGAACCAACAGAAAAGCATTGGTGTTATGGCTACTTTGCAGACGATAGTCGACGCACCATTCATCGCTTCTTCAACAAAACGATATCGTTGGATTCAATATGGCATGTAACCAATGTAAGAGAAAATGATGGATTTTGGGGTGCAGATTTGGTTACCATAGATGTTCGTTCAACCATAGCATGGTAGCGTGATTACAAAAAATTGCTCAATGGCATTCCCCATATTGCTCAACGCGTACAAAAGGTAATTTTGAAATTTCATCTCGATTGTTACGTAGATTGGGAAAATCCTATACCTTTCAAAGACCTTGAAAAAATATTGAATCGTTGCAAGACAGAAAACTGGCCGTCAAATATTTTAATAGATATCATTGCAACGTGCAGATTCAGCGACAACTCATTGACTTTTGATAAGGAAAGAAATGCACCCAATTAGGCACGAATTCATGGAGTAAGGCTGGGCGCGTTGGCAAGTGAAAACGAAAAAAGAATTCGTAGCATACACATAGAAGAAGGCAACTATAAATGCAATCCTGGATTCATCGTTGCAGTGTTCAAAAATTTTGGTTAGCATGACCGGATCAAGGTTGACTTTAACATTTGTGAAGATACACAGTATTGGCTCAAGAAAGAAGAATTTCTGTTGTTCTCCAAGCGAGTTCAAAGTTTGTGGATTTCGAGTTATGCACCTATAGATTTGGTCAAGTACATGTTGCAAAATTTAAAATCGGAAAAATAGTTTAGAAAACTTTGCACAAAGTCTGACATGTTGCAATAGTTGTTACTGGACAAGGAGTAGTTACAGAATTATTTGCCACAATGTATCGAAATTGATGACATATATCTGAACGGTAATGACGGAGAATACAGCATGAATTATGGGACTATTCATTGGTTGCTCAACTGCACAAATCTACGTAGTATTAGTTTGCGCGGTGCAGATATTGCTATTTGCAAAGATGAAGATTGGTAGTCAAGTTCAAAACGTGTGGACGCCAAAAATAACAATCAAAAGATATTCAATATGTAGCACTGCTCATTTGTCGAGACAAAACAAGGTGCAGTTTGGGCGATAGCAAGCAAGTCGGGAAGTTGTAATGATGTGTTGGATCATATGCAAAATTGTTTGCAAGGTTTAGTGTAGGAATGGGGGTTACAAGACAGTGAATGACCAACAGGGTTACATTTCCAATTCGTAAAGAACAATTTTTGAATTTTGAGGTAGCATTGTTGCACAGGTGTAAATGAGTTCCAAGTAGTCATCTGCATTTCCCGCGGCAAGTCCTGCACCAATCTTCAATGGTATGGCAATGGACTAACCTTGTTGAACATGAGAACCAATAAATCCTGACAATGCATTATAAAACCACTAAAGTCGCATCTAATAAGTATCGTCGTTTCTGAAAGGTTTGCCCATGTAACGTTGTCCCAACAAGTTGACAATCGTTGGTTTGCCTGCTTGCGACTTTACGATACATGTTCCCGGTGTGTCAGGTTTTTGACGACCAGAATAGATATCGGCATAGGGATATCTATTAAACATTTGTTCAGACGAACCTTTGCCCTTTTTACCCGTACAGTTGCATTGGTGAACAATATAGTTTTCTTGGGCATCCAACAAATTACCTTGTTTGACTTCCAATCTGACAGGACCCAAATCTATCCATCTTTCTACACTTGGCAAATAGAGTTCTCCGTTGGCAAGTTTGAATGAAGTGTTGATAGTATTGGACATGGTTTAAGGTTTTTGGTTTTGTTGTATTTTTTATTGTTGTTGTTCATTGTTACACCAAAGAATCTGCTTCACTTTTCGAAACCATTCCAAAAATAAAATTCTTCAACCTTGACATTAATGACGCATCTTGTTGCTATTGTATTGGTACTGGCTAATAAAGAAACAATATACCTTCTGCTTCTTCAATCTTCTGCATCATTCTTCCGAACCTGCGACCTCTGGTCATTGCAGGCGGATATTCTACAAGGCGTTTTTTATCATCTTCAAAGGTGTCACATTCGCCAAATACATAGGTAAATAATGCGTCAACCCAATTTTCATTCGCGACCAAAACCTTGAATGTCATGTGTGTTGGTGGACTGACCAGGCTCAGTTTTGATTCAATGTAGTCTGGATGTTCTTTGAGGTGTTCTATAATCCTGTCCAGTCGAATGGCAATACTTGTTAGTGCAGTGCGAATATCATTGGGATTGTCGGCGGTATTGTTGTTGATCAGGTATTGTGCCCATTTTTCGATCGAATTGTTTTGAGGTGGCATATTGTTTTTTTTGTTGGACGCTGGAAAGATTAGAAGTTGTTTATTCTATCGTCATTGCTTCCAGAAAACAACTTCTTCTCATCATGCTTGATGTCAATTACAAGTCTCTAAAAACGACGCTTCTCGCCCATAATCAATGGATATCCTTCAGATGCATCATTGCCCCGGGAGATTGTTCCATCGCTGGAAAAGATATAAACAAATAAATTTTCGAATCCTTGTTCAACCAAAACCTTGTAAACATCTTCGGACATGGACAAATACTTTGTGAACTCTTGAGGATGCTCTTTAAGATGTTGGGCAATACGATATAGACGTTGCATGATACCATACAACACAGTACGAATTTCTGCTTCATCACTCAATTGCTTTTCAATCATCCATCCGCCATGTATTGCCCACTTTTGTTGTGCCAGTAATAGTTGCACATATTTTTCGAATACTGCGTCGTGATTGTTGTCCATGGATGTTTTGGGAGGGTGGTTTGTTTTTCTTTAAAGTTGGTTTGTTGTGACAGCAAAAAAAATATTCGATGCACGAGCAAACATTCCATATTGGTCAGAGTAAAGCAATCTCAAATAACTCATCAAAACAAATACAATAATGCCACGTAAAGCACCCATAGTCGAACTCGTCAATGTTGCAGCCGAGCATCCCTTTGCAGCAATTGGCATGATTTTGATGTTCATCTTTGTTACTTTATTGCCATTGGTAATTGGAATTATCATTTTGGTTCTCATTGGTTACGGAATCTATGCAGGATTCAAAAAGTTGGGTTGTGCTATCTCACCTTCAAAATGCGCAACTTCGACAACTTCAAACAACAATACAGCTGCACAACAAAAATCAACGTCCATGACTGACCAGATTTCTGCATTGCTCAACAAATTGTAGACAACAGGTCAACAGCAGTAATAAAAATGTTTGTATTCATTTGTTACATGACAATAATGTCTTCTCTGTCCGGGCCAACGCCAATCCACTTGATGGGACATTCTTCTGTGATGGTCTAGACCTTGTACATTGCAACGTCGTACATGGGATTTGGGTGGCTTGAAGGTGTATACTTGCGTTCTTTGATGCTAAGCAACTCTTGGACACGATTGACAAAGTTTTGAGCGTTCATGGGTAGATCCTCGAAGCGACGCACCTTGCTGATATCCTCAGTCCAACCGGGCATAGTCTCATAAACAACTTCAACCTTGGCCAAATCATCCAAACTTTGAGGAAACTCCTTGACTGTTTTGCCATTCAACTTGTACGCAACACCAATCTTGACTTCAGACAATCCAGACAAAACATCCAGCTTGGTGAGACAGATGGCATCGAAACCATTGACCAAAACCGAATATTTGAGCATGGGAATGTCGATCCAACCACATCTTCTCTTTCTGCCAGTGGTGGTTCCAAATTCGTGGCCCTTTTGCTGCAAATATTCGCCAACGGAATCATTCAACTCTGTTGGAAATGGACCCGAGCCAACTCTGGTAAGATATGCCTTGGCAACACCCAACACATGCCCGATGCGCTTTGGAGGAATGCCGAGTCCTGTTGCCGCACCGCCTACGGTACAGTTGCTGCTGGTTACAAACGGATAGGTTCCATGATCAATGTCCAACATGTGTGCATTGGCTCCTTCCAAAAGAACCGAACCATCCACCATGATTTCCTTGTTAACCAACTGGGCAGTATCGACAATCATGGGAAGCAATCTTTCACGAAGTTGCTCGTATTTGGCCAATTCTGCCTCCAGACCATCTTCACCCATAATATCGATATTCGAATACTTGTGTGCCAATGTGTTGTAAAAACCAATAAACTTGGTCTTGAACGATTCCCAATCTAGCAAATCGCCAACTCTGATGCCACTTCTTTCTGCCTTTGTGGAATAACATGGACCGATGCCTCTTCTTGTAGTTCCAATAGCATTACTATTCAAACTCTGCTCCTACAAACCATCAATTTTACGATGCACATCAAACAGAAGGTGTGCTCTGTTGCTTACAAAGATGCGATCTTCGCATTCGATACCCGCTTGTTCCAATCTGTCAATCTCGGCAAAAAAGTCAGGCAGATGAATAACAACACCATTGCCAATAATATTTTTGGTTTTAGGATGAACAATACCACTCGGGATCATATTAAGTTTGTAAGTATGACCATTGGCCTTGATAGTATGACCTGCATTGCTACCGCCATTAAACCTGCAAACATAGCGAGCATTTTCTGCCAACAAATCAACAAGTTTACCTTTGCCTTCGTCGCCAAATTGAGCACCAATGACTACGACTGCTTTGTTCTTGTCAAATTCGTATTGCTGTGATTGTGACATTTGTGTTGTGGACAGAGGGTGTTTGCCAAAAGTTGAAAAGGGTTTTGTTTTCGTTGGCAAAAAAAATTATTTTTGGTCAGGTCCAGAAAACAGAAATCAGAAATCAGAAAAAACGAAATGCCAAAATTCTTTTTGTTGCCTCTCAAAACTTTTTTTGGACAACTCATCTTTTTTCTGACCATCTGAACCAACCAACTGACAAACAAACAATGACCTCCAACGGCGTATCCTACCAAATCCTACATCGCATGCATCGTTCATGGAACAATATCCGTACAATGCTCAAGTTTCGAGGTTACGACGTGTAGCACATTCTACCCAAAATCGAATTGGACGTTTTGGATGCCGAAACGGTCAAACAAGAACTTGATACTTTGGCAAACCAACTATGCAATTGGAACGAAGGTTGCGCCATGATTGCTCACCGTGCATCCGACAGCGACCAAATCGTTGTATTCTTTGATGCCCAAGATACCCGCATAGGTGTCAACTCAGTTCGTCTCTATGGTGAATGTATGCGTAAAAATGGTTACAGCCATGCCATCATCTGTGCAGTTGCTGGTCTTACACCATTTAGTGAACGCGAGATGCAAGAACAACAACGTATTCACAAGTGCAGAATTGAAATGTTTCACTATCAAGATTTGCAATTCTGTATCGGAACACATCTGTTACAGGGAGCCCATCGTTTGCTAACGGAAGAAGAAAAGACAAAGTTGCTCAAGAAATTCTCTCTGGACAATGAACAAAAGTTGGACAAGATTTTTGTTGCCGATCCGATGGCTCGTTTTTACGACATGAAACCAGGTCAAGTTATCGAATTCAGAGTTTGTAACGGTAGTCAGGAACCATTTTATTAGTACAGAGTTTGTATTGACAAGGGTTCGACAAAGGGCATTGTTGTTTAGGAGAGAGAAGATGCTGATGACTGATACATATGAATAAATCAACCATGTTCAAAAATGGTATAATCCATCCAGCAATTGTTCCAAAGCCTACTGAAAAACAATCTTGACAATAGACTTGTCATCCTCGACTTGATAATAATTCTCAATCGTGTAGTCACCAACAATTACTTTCTAGAGACGAGAGTCCCCGTCATACCCATCCCACACATCGATGACGGCATCGAATTTATTTAGCCGAAAATCGATACCAAGCTTATTCTTGACATAACTTTCGATACTTTCTATAGCATAATCCTATGCACATTCAGACATACCATGCAATCCACAGCAACTATTGTATCTATCTGGTTCGGTCAAGCGCTCAGAATCTAATCTTTCCATAACCTCGTCTTTTACGACTACCTTATACACATATTCGTTCGAATAATAGCTATATCGACGATAACTTACTTGTATAACATCATCATCGTCCAAGTTTTGGATAATACTTTCGAGTATTTTTTGGGGATCGGGACCTGCTGACAACAACAAAAAATCGGCTACTTCCATGAAATCTTTGAGAAATGCAACGTTTTCAACAAAGTGGTCGTCTGTTTTGATGCCGTACAGGTAATCCATAACATAGTAGGCCATTTGTTCGTTATTATGGGGTTTAGGGAGGTCTACTTTGATGGTCACGTCATTCGGCTAATTGTACTATTTGTCATTGAAATCAAGTGCGCTGGCAAAGTAGCCCGAAGATTTGATGATTTCCTTGTGCGCTTTGAATTCGATGTTGTTCAAGATTACAGTGACATTGCTATAAAGACCATCTCTCAAAAGTTGAGCAGTAATTTCTTGGGCGCGCAACATATTTTTTTGGAGGTCAGAGGTGGCTGAACACGATAAAAGAAAACTTGCAAATCCAAATTTTGGCAGTCTCCAACAAAAAAATGGAAAACAACTTTTGCCCAAACACTGTCAGCCTCCAACTTTCAAAACGAATGTCAACTACCTTCATTTCCGAAGATGTATTTTGCAACATCGTAATGCCATTCTTGGACAATACCAGTCTTTACACATGTTTGAGTCTATGTCGGTCTGCTCGTATCAAAGCCAAACAACTAGCAGAACAACAAAGCAACCAACTATTGGGTTCTCTGGTTCAAAATGCTTTCAAGAGTAGTCAATGTTTAAGTACACTATGGGAATACAGATACGCCAAAACGGAAAAACATGGTGACTCCGATTTTGAATACAACTACCATTCAAAAAACAGCAACGCTATTGTTGTTTTGCCGGACAAGAATCACGATCTAAGTACAACTCATCTTATTCCACATGAAGTATTGCTGCGTATCAACCCAAACTTGACACAAGAACAAATTTTGTAGATGATAGAATTTATTGTTACACCCAATGATTCGACAAAACGAGGTGTTTCAGAAAAAGCTTCGAGGCACTTGTTCGATTGGATACCTGTTTTGAATAGTACAGACATTGGCGAATAGTATAGCATGAGCGATATATGTGACATGTACGATGTTTATTACAATACCGATAATCCAAGAGAGCGAATTATTACGAGAGTTCAAAAATGTTGTGACATACTTATGCTAGTTTGTTGTAGACGCGATTCTCCATTTTGGGGTCGTATTGCTTTCATGTTTTTGAATCATGTAGGAGGTGGTTGTTATTACAATCGTATCTATGTTGCCAAAAAGTACGAAGCCAAATATGACAAACCGTCCAAATGTTTATTGCAAGAAGCAACATTGGAAGCCTTTGACACACAACATATGAGTTACTGCATTCCAATGTTGGACTTTGATACTGCACGTCACAATTTGTGGACACGGGTTGCAAAGTTTGCCGATATTATTTCTGATGCCAAAAAGTTACAGTTCATGTTTCATCCGAGTATTGATTTGAGTTATCCAATAGAACAGCATGAAGGTTCAGGATGTGCGTTGTGTTAGAATTCCTTTTTGGGGGTTGACGGCAAACAAATGTGACACAATAAACAAAATAGCATCATAACAAGTACAACATTTATAATTGCTCAAACCCATATTTTCTGCACAAATAGTTGTATTGTTTGAGGTGCAACTTTTCCCACTTGACACAAAGTTGAGAACAGCACATTCGAGGTTGTGTTCCGTCTTGCCGATCGAACATGAATACTCGCGTTGTAAATACTTTGGAACAGGAGTAACAGACCAGTACATGATGAGGTTTCACTTTTTGTTTCTTGTTTGATCGTTCTTGGGATGGTTCATAGCCGATAAAATATGACATGGTTGGATATGTTGACCTTTTTTGTTTGGAAAAAATGTTTGTTTTGTGCAGATAATTGAGTTGACATTATAACATCATTGGGTTTGTTCCAATCAATCTTACACTATCGTTTTATTCTTTGCGATTACCACATGTCATGATGAATATAAAAACGAGGTTGGTGCATAAAATCTCTTGGTTGTTTGAGGTCTTTGCCTTTGGGTTTCCAACTTGTACTGAATTCCAATGTTTTGTCCGCAATTACACATTCTTCTCTTGCTACATCAAAGTTATACGTTCCAAATGGTAAATTGTCATAAAGACCGGGTTTGTAAATCGGTTTTGCCTTGAACAACTTGGTTTTGGCATTGACTTCTGTCACAACATACAAGTTGTTACCACGATGATCATTTGTGTATACAATGTCACCAACTACAGGTATGATGCATAGGTGCTTGTAGTAAGTATAGTGTTTCCTATTTTCTTGGGTTGGAGGTGTTGAAGGAGTGGGGACAACATCGGTCATGCGAAGTAGATTCTAGGTAGACGACATTTTTTTGTGTGAGGGAAAGGGTAGATTTTGTTGGCAAACTCAAAAATTTTTTTGGAACAGAGTCAAAATATTTTTGGACCAACTCAAACTTTTTTGGACTGGACTCAAAATATTTTTGGCAAGTTTCAAATTTTGGATTCAAATAAAAATTTTTTGGACTTGCCACTTTTTGGTTGCTTTTTACTTGTTCTAAACTTGTTCAACAATACTGTCCAACTATTGATACAACATCTCCAACGTAGAGTTGTTATCAACTACAAAGTTAATCAGGTCTTCACGAATACCAGACTCTGACTAATGTTTGGCAACATTTGCATCCGAATATTTGGGACAACGAACAATCTTGACAACAACACCTCCACTCTTGCGAATCCATTCGGCCTCATTGTCAAAACGAACATCTGTAATTACAATGCTGCTAGTTTTGAATTCAAGTGTTTGAGACAACTACTTTTGAACAGAAAGGGCCCAAATATCCTTGTGAATGTTTTGCCTACCAATTTCGGTTCCCATCAGTTGCAAAATGCGACGAGGTGTAATATGAGCATCATTGGCAAAAACACCAGTTTGAGCAACACGTCTGGTCCAGAATTCATCGGGTTGTTCGCGCCATTCCTTGTTTTCTTTGGTGGTTCCTTCGAGTTTCCAACGATCCATGCCGAACAAAATGGCAACTGCATCCTTGAGTGAACCTGCAAATGAGCACCTTTGAACGTTAAAATACTTGTTCAAGAGATAGTTGGCTGCACAGTCTTTCCCAACATCAATTGAGCCATGGAATCCAATAAAAAACGTATTGGGTGAACTATTGTCAATATCTTGTGCCTAAATGGTATGACATGTATCAATACCATCTGTTTTCATAGAAGCAAGTTCCCAGATATTGTTACAAATGACTTGGCGAAGCAGTTTGTCAATTTTTTCGTAAACAACAGCAGGCGTAATAACGGAAACATCTGCAAATATGCCCTTTCCCGCAAGATGTTCAGTCCAGTAAGTGTCGACAAAATTGTGGGCAATCTACTGGGGCCAAATGAAAATGGAGTTGCAAACTTTTTGAACAAGACTATTGTTGCTTGGGTGGTTCATGTTGTGTTGTGTTGGCAGTTGTTGGCAAGGGGCTACAAGAATGAAAATTGTCCAAACAGAAATTTATTTTATCACGCTTCTCAAACATTCATTATTTGCTTCGCCCAGAAAAACAATCATCTTACAACTTCAACTGCCCTCAAAAAAACAATGACTAACCCATTCATCAGTGCTTCCGTCTCCACCTCTTCTCCCTAGGTTCGTAACGTCAGATTACCCACTGCTCCTCCATCTTCTCCGGGAACGGTCAAATGCAACTGTGGTCTTCCTGCAACAAGACTTTAGGTCAAGAAAGAAGGACCCAATCACGGTAAATTCTTTTTTGTTTGCTCGAAGCCTAAGGAAAGTCAATGCAAATTCTATCAGTTTGACACCAATGCTTCATCCAGTATTGCTGTTCGTTCGGCTACAAGCGTTGCAAGCTACATTCAACAATCCGCGTCAAACCCATTTGGAGGTGCCGTTATTGCTACTTCTGTCCCCGCGCCTGCTGCTCCTACCGATGAAAATGTCAAGATGGTTCGAATGAACAATCCATTTGTTAGTGCACCCGTTTCTGCTAGTGTACCGGCGTCATCTTCCCAAGCTGTCACCATCATAGGAACAGCTGCTCCCCAAACTGCAGATGACGATGATGACACAGAAGACAATACCAGCAATGTACCCTCATCCGATTCTGCTCCAACTGTCATGTGCAAATGCAATCCTCCCGCACAAGCAGCCAAAAACACCGTAAAGAAGGAAGGACCCAACAAGGGCAAAGAATTCTACTCGTGCGCCAAGTACATGACCGACACATCAAGATGCAAATTTTTCGAGTGGGCCGACAAGATTGCCCAACAACAATAGTCTGCTTCTAGTGCTTCCTCTTCTTCATCCTCTGGCTCATCATCTTACAACAGTCTCTACGATCCCTATCCTCCAGTAAGCCGTGAAGTACAATACCATCGTGAACTATTGGGCCGCAACCCCGACCTAAACAACACCTTTGTAAGTGATGCCGATACTGTTCGTCGTCGTTCGGTCCAACAAGTTTCATGTAACCGCTACAAAGAAGTTGCCCAACAACACGGCTACACTGTAACGGACGGTTCAGTCTACGAAGTAGTCTATCAATACATTCACCTTCGTCTCTTCAAGGGTGACTACAACAACCAAGAACACAACGTAATGATTCTCTCGCAAAAGTCATACAATGCCCCAACCGAAGGACAATTCCCCATCGAATGGCACGGAGCAGCACAAGACAAGATTGGCTGGCTACGAAACAACATCTCAACGGACAGCGAGGCAGCAAACCCCAGAAGTAACATTGTCGCTCTCGAAACGGCAGACGGCTTCTACAACATGCATCGCAAGAATCTTTGGCGCTACGTCGACCAAGTTTTGATCAAGGAAAAGGGTCTCGAACCAACAGCAACCAAGTATTTCGAAAAAATATTTTGGATTTCGATCGAAGACCTCAAAGAATACGATGCCAAGGTCGGCGATGCATCACTCAAGGTTCTGCTCGAATTCTGGCCCTGTCCCCAACCTCAACACTCGTAAAAAAACAAACAAGACTCGACAAAGAATTTTTTTGGACCAAAAAGTCGTAATGCGATGGTCAATGATTGACAACTTTGGCAATGCTAATATAAATCTCGATTTATCGTTTCTTACCCGCTCGAAAAAAGTCTCGACATATTAGGTCTCTCCTGAGAAAAATCTCCATCTCTATCTTATACCTCACATACCTGTCATCAACAACGAATGAACAACAATAATAATACCAACAACGTCACCTCCTCAACAAGCGCAGGCAATGAGCCACCCAAAAAGCGTCGTCGTGTAGCATCGGATAATGATGATGATTCCGTCATGCGAGAACAACAAGACCTCTCGTCTAACAGTAAAACGACCGATACTTACACAATGAACAACGACGACTTCACTCAAGAACACGAACATACCGACACTCTGGGCAGCCTTATCAAGTGGTTTGAAGGCGATGCAAAGGGTTAGACTTGTCCAACTGAAGATTCTGCCGTTGCCGGTACAAGCATTCTTCCCAAGCATTTTGATGTTCCCAGAATCATTTCAGCACTTCACAGACTTGACAACATGATTGGAATGGACAAGGCCAAAGGCGTCATTTCGGATCAAATCAAGCAACTCATTGAAAGTGAAGGCATAGTCACACCTGATCACATGGTCAATGCCATCATTCGCGGTCCCCCGGGAACGGGCAAATGTTTGGCTCGCGATACTCCCATTCTCATGTACGACGGCTCGCTCAAAATGGTTCAAGATGTGCGCGTTGGCGACCTGTTGATGGGAGAAGATGGTACTGCTCGACGTGTGTTCTCGTTGGCTCGTGGTCGCGAAAACATGTTTCGTGTTCGTCCATTGTGCAAGTTTTATGGTGGAGATGATAGTGCATACATAGTTAACGAATCTCATATTTTATCTTTGATCGACTCTCAAAAGTTGGATATTTGCGACATGCCTTTGAACAAGGTTTATGGTGAACAACTTTTATAGCAAGCTGGCAGTTTGGTTCAGAAGAACCTGTAGCAAGTTACCGCCGTTGGCCATGTTAGTCAACAACATCATACTGGTTCCTGCAAACATGGTTTTCGTGTGCGCGTCAACTGTGGCGGTGGTGTCAACAATTTGGTCCAAAAGCAACTTGCAGAAATGTTGGCCCAGAAGAAGATTGCCAAGTGGTCACCCAACGGTATTGCTTTGGATAAGAGAGCCAATAGCAAGGTAAGCGATCCTCTGTTCCTGTGCCGTCTCCGTTGCGCAGGTTGGGGTATTGTTCAGCCCAGCATTTCTGCATCTTGGCTCTATCTGTTCGGCACCCAGGACATGGTAGCGGATGTTTTTGTTCTTGAAAACGAACGTGATCTGCCCACAGTCGACCAAAATGACATGCCCAAGTGCAGCTGCAATCTTTGTACAGATTCGTTAATGCGCGATCTGGTCGGCTGGCAAACCAAGATTTCCATTGAACCACTGGGCATGGGTGACTACTATGGTTTTGTCATTGACGGCACTCATCGCTTCCTGTTGGGAGACTGTACAGTTACACACAATACTTCTTTGGGAACCATTCTGGCAGAAGTTTGGGATGCCATGAACGTTGTTATTCCTCGTGCTGCCGTTGTGCCTCCGCATTTTGACGAACCGGTCGCGATCATTGGCAACGATGGTATCCAAGCACCAAATACCACTCCTTCTGCAGTTGGACGCGTCCAACCCTTTGACAATAAATTGTCTTCTACAGGATCTCTTGGAAATGTAAACTTCAACACAAAGTTGCCATAGAACAACATGAACGGATGGGACCAAATCTTGGAGCGCATTAGGCGTATCTCGACAATTCTGCACGAAAGCGTAAGCAAGATTCAGCAGGCCAAAGATTTTGCGAATAGTTTACCGCGTGACAGCAACGATTTGTATCATCTCGTGAAAGAATTGTGTACTCCTGAAAACAAATAGATTTTGCATCAAGTCAACAGGCAAATTACTGGGGATGGTCAGAAAAAAGTCACCCAAAAGATTCTGCCATCTGGTCAACAAGAAGAATGGCAACATTTGTTCAATACATTTTGGGATCTCTGTTTGCAAATTGAAAACATGTCATCTGTAACCGCCGAAGAAGAAGATTGCGAAGATGACAACAACAATGGCAACGAAGACAATGATACTGAAATGGAAGACTCCCAGCAACATATTCAAGAACCCCAAACGATGGACATGTCCGACCAGTTGGAAGAAATCGAAAACCAATGGTGCGACATTGTGGATGAACTTCACGGTCTATCGGTTCCATTGCACCAGATGGCTAATTTGCATTCTCGACTGATGCAAGGTGTTGGTGCTGGTGTTAGCGGACCCAAAGATCCCGCTGCTGCTGCTCATGTCCCAACCTAGCGCGACGAATTCATTGCACCTCCAAATCCCCAAGGCGTTCAACAACAATAGCAAAAACCACCAGTGCAACAACAGCAACACAAGGTCAAGGTACGAATTGTGCAGCGTGCAGACTTGGTGGCCGAATATGTTGGTCAAACTGCACCCAAGACTCGCAAGGTTTTGGACGAATGTTTGTACGGCGTATTGATCATTGACGAAGCCTACAGTCTGTATAATGGTGAACGCGATACTTTTGGCGAAGAGTGCATTACCGTAATTAACCAATACATGAGCGAACACGCAGGCGAAATCATCATTATCCTGATTGGCTACTAGGACAAGTTACAGGAATCCATCTTCCGCATCCAGCCCGGTCTCGAACGCAGATTTGCTTGGTGTTTCGATGTGGACGCCTACGATGCCAAACAGTTATCCGACATTTTCAAGTTCCAACTGAAGCGCATCAACGAACAGGATGCCATTCAAAACCAAAACAGACCTTGGTCGCTTTGCGCACAGGCCGACAAACAATTGGCCATCTTTTTCGAGAAGCACCGTTCTTTGTTTGCCAACTTTGGCGGTGACACTTAGCGCTTCTTGTTCCAGTGTTAGCTTGCTTATGCCCGAAAGAATTGGAATAAGCCTCGTGAACAGAGAACTCGTGTCATTACACAGGATATCCTCGGCGATGCTTTGAATCGTTTTCGTGATCATTTGCTCATGTAGAAGGAACAGCATGTTGGCAACAGCACGTCCATGCATATGATGTACATGTAAGGAACCAAACAAATAGCCAACGAAGCAAAAAAAGTAATTCGGACAATGACAACAATAAAAAAAATTTGTAACATATTTATTCGGCCGTCCAACAAACACTTGCTTCGCTGGTTGGCTTTGGTCGACTTGTTCCGGAAAAGATTTTCAAAGTTTCCCAAAGTTTTTTCTCTGATTTTTCGTGGTCGACTTTGGAAATCTTTGAAAACCTTTTCCGACTTTCACCGACCATCGAGCCAACTTGACTGACTTTTGAGCACCCAACCCTGACTCGAACGAGCAAAATATTTTTTGGGCATATGGATACAAAACATACCCATACCCATATACCTTTTCCCCACTTTTTTTCAACAACCCAACCCAACCAAAAAAAATAACCATGTCCATGCTCCGTACCAAGACTCTCGAATCCTACGCTGCCTCTGAACTCGAAAAGAAGACTGTTGCCTTCCTCAAGGACCTTTTCGAATTGCGCGGTGGTGACCGTAAGGTTCTCGATGGCTTCAAGAAGCAGCAAATTATTGATATGATCATTCTCCAGAACGGCAAGACCATTAGCATCGAGGATAAGCCCTCCATGACCCAACAGGTTGACCAGATGTCAGAGGCTCAGGCCAAGGCTCGTCTCAAGGAACTTTTGGCAAAGAGCGGTGCAAAGGCTGCCAAGGTTGCCCCTGTTGCTCGCAAGGGTTACACTGCTTATCTTAATGAACTTCGTGCCGTGGATGCCAAGTATGCCGTTTCCGGTTTTGGCTTTGTCAAGTGCATTGAAGACAGTTATGCTAACATGACTGCTGATGCCAAGAATCGCTTTGGCCAGAAGATTGCCAGTTTGAAGCGCAATGTTGGCGGCGATGTTGGTCTCGGCGTTGTGCTTGAGTTTGGCAAGTGGCTCAATCTCTTTTTGGAGCAGTAAGCAAAAAAATAAATTTTGAACCAGTCTGATTTGGTTGCTCCGTTGTTTTCGAAAAAGTTATAAACTTAGTGTAAAGCAAAAATTTGGTCTCTCTCTTTTATTTTTTTGTTTTGTATCCATGTCCGACACTGTAGCCACTACTATTGACAACCAGTCTGAACAGCAACAAGAATCAGAAAATGTTGCTTAGGATTCTTCTAATACTGTAGCCGGTTCGATAGAACCTAATGGTCGAACGAGTTCAACTGTACAACAATAGGATTCAACAACCACAAAAACTATGGAAGAACCAGAATCAGCTGAATCTTTGACCAAAGAAGAAGAATCATAGCCAAGTGAACATGAACCGGTGACCGCCGAAGAATCGTAGTCAAGCGAACCAGCGACCGCAAAAGAACCAGAATCAACCGAGCCTCAAACCATAGAAGAACCACCCAAAGAATAGCCAACTGAACAAACAATTGTAGAGGAACCATCCAAAGTCGAACATGTATCGGAATCGGCTACTACTTCTGAACAACCACCCAAACAACCTGCAGCCGGTTCCATGGAACCTAATGATTGGACCTGTCCAACTGCAGTCGAACCGGTTCGACCATTTGTTGATTCGAATGAATCGGCTGCAACCACACTACAGCAACAATCGCCAACTGACAAAAAACGTCTATTGCAAGTAGTATTGGAAAGAAACATGCCACCCAGCATATCCGTAGATGCCATCATGGCCATGTTACCGGAAAACAGCAACAACGTGGTCAGCGATGCCATAGACGCGTTCATGACCTATGCAAATCACCACGATCTCTACAAGATATTTTCAATCTTTAGAAACATGCCTCCTCCACCTACAACACCCGAGCAACTCGATAATATAGAACACTTTATTGAAATCTTGGATGCTCTTGCCATACTGGACGATTTTGAAGTGTTCAAAAAACTAAAGACCAGCGATCCGACTGCCCTAAAAATGTTTCGAGCAGCTGCCAGTTGTCTGAAAAAAGTGTTGGCTCAGGAAATTAATGACAGTCCAAACGCTGTCTGGCCCAAAAAAGATGACGAATTCATGCAAAAATGGATAGACTGCATGATCGAGTTTGGAGAAAAACTTCGCATCTTTGAAACGAACAAAGCATCCGACGACCAGAAGCAACACCAACAGCGAGACTTCGAAAATGGCATCCTTGCACAATACATAAAACACAAGGAACATGCCATACGTCCACTGTTGGCAGACTATTTCAAATGGTTTATTTCATTTTTGGTCGAACAAGAAAAGGAGAATGAAACCGTTGCAGTTGCCAAAAAGAAGCACGACCGACTTCGCAAGTTGATTGAAGCTACTAGTATTATTGACAAGGAAGCTGCCAAAGAGTTGGAAGAAATTGCCATTGCTTTGGAGGAGGCAAGTGCCGTCGAGCCTGTCATTGAAGTTTTGGAACCTTTGGTTGCAGAAGTGTTGACAACAGAAAGTCAAGAAAATCAGAAATCGTTGCCCGAATCCGAACCTCAACAACAAAAGACTGAATCCAAACCTGAACCTGAACCCATAACAGAAACACAAGCAATCTAGGACACTGAAGATAATAATGACAATGACGACAATCAAAGTGTGGTTGCAACCGTAGAAACTTGCATCAATGGAAAATGCGGCTCGTTGTACATGGAAAAGACGCCTCATTCTCAAATCGTAGTCGAACAGCCTTTTGAAACAGAGGTGTACAACTTTAAGGAACACAATGAATCAAAACCTACATGGATTGATGAGGTAGAACCAACATCAGTTGCTAGAAAGGAAAAAGAATCAAAGTCAGATAATTTATTGACAAATGGTCCAGCACGCTCGACTGCAGAGCAACTTCCATTGTTCGAACAGCACGAAATTTCGTTCATGCCCGGCAGAAGCACCATAATAATTGATACCTTGTAGTTGGCATGAAGCATTTCATAACCGAGTCACATCCAAGCAAAGCAAGTAAAACGTTTTTGATAATGGCAATAAACCTGACCATATATATTTTTTTCTGGAAGCGTTATCGTAAAAACAATTTTTTGTCTGGCAACTAGTAACAATCGTAGCAAATCATTAGAGCAAAAAAAACAGCAACATCCATGATCGAAACAATCGTATCCACCTGCAAAGACTTTGCCACAGCCATCTTCTCCAACTGGAAACTTATTGCTGCAGTTATTGGCCTATTGGTCGTACTGCTCGTCATTGCTCTCGTATACAAGAAACAACGCGACACGGACCGCAAGATGAAGCGTCTGTAGCTTATTGCTGAACATTAGGTCTCCAAGGATGAATTGAGAAATGCGGTGGTTCATGAGTTGCGAACAGATCCACGGTATGTCCAGACCATGTATTCAGTCGCTAATTAGGCACTTCAAACCATTATTCATCCACATCCGCACTTGCAACCTCCTATGCACTAGTATAATTCATAGTAGCCCGTGTAGTCTGTAAAGATTCAAGAACAGGTTGAAGAGGGTTCATAGAATGCAGAAGGTACAAACAACGAGCATCTTGCACTAGCCGTTGAACATTAGCAGCAGCAACATCAAGAATAGACCGTTGAACGGCATATTGAACATATTGATACTTTGAACGAGCAATCAACAAATGGTGGTGTTGAAGAAGAAGAAGATGACGATGATGGAATCGTTTTGAAGGGCATTGATGAAGAGTAAATTTATTTGACGACAAGCAGATTCTTTAGAACCAAATAGTCGATCAGGTTTGACGACAAAGCAAACGAATAAAAAAAAGTGAGACGAGGCAAAATTTCTTCTCCTAATCCAAAAAAACAGCAACACCCTCTAATATTTTTTTCCGTTGTTGTCACTGACCCAAACAAAACATGGGCAGAATTGATTTGCAAAACTTCCAAGACAATTACAGCGGCGGCCGCAAAATAGGTTCTACCAGCAACACTTCCCGTCAATCACAACCCACACCTCCATAGCTTCTGCCCGCTACACCCAAACCAACACCAGTTGTAAGCAATAGCAACATACAATTCGCATTAGCTTAGCCAATTTCACGACCACCACCTTAGCCACTACCACCAGTGACAGTAACAATACCTGCACCCATCACGACAACATGTTCACTCGTAGGTCTAGACACCCAATTTCGAGAAATTCAAGACTGGGTCCAAGCAAAGCGCAAACAAACTCTGCTTCCAGACGCAGAAAAGGACAAAAAGTTTAGACACTGCATAGCAATATCCGGACCGCCCGGCACAGGAAAATCGGCACTTGTAGACCAAGTTATTACGAGCATGCAATTCAAAAGCGTGTGCAAGTTTACCGTTGGATCGACAATAAGCATATCGTTGGCAGAAGAATTGAAGGCTGCTCTAATTCGCCAACCATTACAAGCAATTTTGAACCCAACCGTTGGCAGTTCATTGCACAACCATGCACGAGATACTGCCATTGTCATTGAAGAATTGGATGCAATAGTAGAAATAGGAAGTCGAGCATCCAAAGTCAACGTCGACGATCCATCCGATCCGCTTATTCTTGGAAAACTTATTGATGTTCTGAACAAGATACCTAGCCATCAAACTCCTCCGATATTTATTACCTATCAAGACATGACAAGCCAAAAACATAAACCCTACAAAACATTCATCGGCACCAAATGCAAAAAGGTTGACCTCAAACCCTACACAGAAGCAACCTTGGAAAGAATAGGTCGAGAAGTAACCAAAAAGCATGGATGGTCCAACATTATCCCGTCCGTCTTTTTGAAACAAATGGCTCAAATGGCAAATGGAGACGCACGAAAAATGATTAGTGTTGTCCAAGAGTTGGGTTATTTTCATACGGCTTAGGCCAAACGAGGCGAAGATGGTTCAGAAGCAATGCGTGACTTGAATGTGATTGAACAATCCAAAGTTGACAAGGTAATGTCGACTCATGGTAACAACTTCAAGGTGGTTGATCGTTTATTGTATGGTCATGGCCACTTTACAAAACCCAAACTTGATTCGAAACCCGTTGCCCATGATGGTCACAAATTCGGGCTGTCCCGGGTTGAAAGCATCGAGTCTACATCGTCTGTTGAACGTCAAAGATATTTGGAAACCAATCCCGATTTTGTACAATAGCTGCTTCACGAGAATTATATTGGTGCAGCAACTCGGCAAGTACATGACGATGATGTGCAGTTGTTTCTGGCATGTAAGGTTGCAGAATCGTATTCGGATGCAGATTTCATGGATTCTCAATTTATTGGCGGTTCATCTGCAAGTTATGAAGTCAAAAGTTATGCATCTTCACTCTATTCGAATGCTTTTTCGACACATTTGAATCATTTGGTGAAGGACGGACAACGAATCAAGTTTAACGATGCACCTTTTGGTTCTATCAAGTATGATACTCTTCGACACAAGTCCGTCGTACTTGCCAACAAGAAAGCAGTGAATGCATTAATTGACAAATTGTCTTCATCGGATGTGAGTCAATAGTTTACTCATGACCATTTGGACTTTATTACCGATATTTGCATGGAATACATGAAGACGATCAAAAATGGCAACGATCCAACTGAGCAAAGCAAATTCAACACATTGGTAAAGTGGATTGAAGAAGGTTTATTTGACGAAGCCGATGTACACTTGTTGATATAGTTGCGATATGGTGCCGACGTACAAAGACTCAAGTAGGACATGAACAGTATTGTTATTACAGATGAAAAAGGCAACATTAGTGAGTACAAAATCAGATAGGTCATGAAGTTGACAAAGAAGAAGAAAGCACCGGCTACTACAACTACTACGGGCAAAAAGAGATCTGCTACTGCTACTTCTGGTTCAAGTGCCAAAAAACTCAAGGCAGCTGATGGTTCTGCAGTCGAGTGTGGTCGACCATTTGAATCGAAAGATTCTGCCGCGGTTGAGTGTGGTCGACCATTTGAATCGAAAGATTCTGCCGCGGTTGAAGTTGGTCCAGTAGAATCCGAGTCAGACACTTCAACTGTTGATGAATCTGTAGCTACAAAGAAACCCAAAAAAGCGACAACAACCAAGGCCAAAACTGCCAAATCAAAAGAAACTGCTACATCAACCGAAACAAGCAAACCAAAAACCAAAAAAGCCTCGACTGCCCGAAAACCCAAAGCCGCAACAGAAGAAACAACAGGTATTGTCAAATTGTCGGGTGCAATGAAAAAGTCTTTGGGTCCGTCAAAATAGTTGTCGATAGCACAGTTTGCAACAAATGTTGAAAAGTCAAAAACATAAAATGCAACCGACACCAATTGAATATAATATTTTTTTCGAAAGGCGCACGTACATGAACCTCACCAAAATCGCATTTTTTTGTTGCACCCTGCCAATAAAAAGAAACTCCCCGTCTCCAAAACATCCATGAGCAACAACCTGAAACAAGAATTCAACCGTCTGGCCAGCAATGCCAAACACGTCCCCGCTCCCTCGGTAGCAGCAGATGTGTCAGTAAGCGAGTTTGCAATGCCTGCACCGGGTGCATAGATTCATTAGGCTGCAGTCGAACAGGTTCGACCATTTGACACTAAAGTGTCTGCTGCACCGAAACGCATTGCGACACCTGTTGCTGCGCCTCCTGCTCCTTCCGTGGCCATTGTTCATGAATAGGTTGGCAGTAAAGGTGCCGGTATTGCGAGTTCGTTGGATTTGAGCAGCTTGATGTATATTGTGATTGGTGTGGTTGTAGTTGGTTTGATTGGTTATGTGTTGTACAAGAGGTATAGGGAAAAGAAGGCTGCTGCTGCTGCATAGGTCAAATCTTCTTCTTCTGTTGCTGCTGCTGCTGCCGTTTCTCAACAACAACAATAGGCAACTGGAAGTATTGGCAGTGTAACCAATGTTCAACGAGAACCCAAGATGCCGAATAGTGGCAGTCAACAACAACAGCGTCCTGAAGCCGGCCAGTATCCGCCTCAGTCACAATAGTATCCACCCAACGGCCAGTATTATCCATATGGACAGTATCCTCCTTACTATCCTCCTCCTGCCAATGGTCAGTATCCGCCAATGTATCCTCCTAACGGTCAGTATCCACCTATGTATGCACCCAATGGCCAATATCCGCCACATCCTCATTACTAGCAACAACCAATGGGCGGCGAACAAATGTGGCAGAATCATGGCCAACAATATGAATCCGAAGACCAACAACAACAGCCAATGGATGAAGAACAGCAGCAATAGTATATGGACCAAAAGCAAGGTGGAGGTTACGATTCTTAGGAACCCGTTGGTGGTAATCAAACATTCGAACCTGTACAGGCTGAACCTGAAGAACAATTTATTCAGCCACCTCAGGGACAAGTCATCAAGCAGTAAATCGAAAATATATGAATCATTGAAATACAAAACTTCTTAGCACACTTGTAAAAAACAATCATCGTCTTTTTATTATTATTTTTAAGCCCGACAAATTCATGGACTATCAGCAGTGGATCGAAAAAGTTGAAGCCGACTTGAAGGAACAGGAAACCAACGTTGAGCAACTCAGGCAATTTCTGATCACCATTCGCGAACAAGCCAAATCCAAGAATACTTTTGACGAGGAAGATGTGCTGTTTTTGGAGAGTTACATCAGTAAGCGCAGTGAGTCGCTTAAGCAAGCAAAATAGGATCTCAAAGAAAGGAGTATTCTCTACGATGGGACAGTGAACCGCTTGAAGAATATTTTGGAGAATCGCAGCCAAGTGCTGGAAGAAAAGCAAGCAATTCTGGAAAACAATCCTGAACTCAAAGACTTTTTCGGAGCAAGACAAAAAGAATTTCATAATCTTTGGACTCAATCCGTAGAATGGATCGAAAGTGAGCGCAAGTAGTATGAACAACGAGTCAACAATCTCAAGCAGCAGTCGGTTCGTGGTATCAAGATTCCATAGTTAGACAATACCATTATCATGGATGAAAAGTCAGTTGGTCAAAATGAAGTGAGTGAAGTAAAACCGACCAAAGTTGCTAAAAAGAAAAAGTCATAGGAGCGCGAAGACCATGCTAGCAAAAAGTAATAAAAATATTTTGAGTGCTCCAAGATTTCTATATTGTAACACAAGTTGACCACCGAACAAAAAAAACACACAAAACTTTTTTCCTTTACATACTGCTGACCCATACATATTGAGTCATCCATGGACTTTAGACCAGCATTTTCCATCAATGATGCTGACCAACGCCAAGCATTCGATAAATTGAAGCATCAATAGCACATGACTGTTCTGCGCGGTCAAATGAGTCTCGATGATACCAATATGCTCCAAATCGTTGACGCTGAAACCAACAACACTCACAGACAAATAATGATGCGTCGCGATTATGAAGCATTTGTTCGACAACTGTGCAATATTAACAAGAAGATTAGTGGTAGTCAAGACAACGCTCTTTTCCGAATCAATGTCGAAACATACATGACTTCGGGTGGTCTTTGGCTTCATATCATGCAAATTGATGTTGATATTTGTCAGGTATAGTTGCGCAATCTCATGAACCCAACTAACCTTTACCAACAAAGAGTCAGTGCAGAATTTCAGGCAAGTTTGGCATCTGCCATGAGACACGCGAGAATGGATTGTTCATTTCCTACGAGCGCCAAGAAGGATGAACCGAAACCATTTAGTCCTAAAGGTCCTACATCAAAAAAGAAAAGGGGACGCAAGTCAGCATAGGCAGCAAGCAGCAGTGACGAAGAGGAATTGAAAATACCTGGTTTCAATAGTGAAGAATACACATTGTATCAGCATCAGATCGATGCCATCAAATTCATGCTCGACATTGAAGATAGGATTGTTTCGGGTGAGAACGTATTGAAAGTGTATCCCGTAATTCCTTTGGGCCGTGATTCTGACTATGTACTGGATTTGGACCATGGTGTGGTTATGTTGCGCGAAAAGATGGAAGATAGCGACCATCCTGCATTGGAAACCCATTTCAGAGGCGGCATGCTTTCTTCCACAGTCGGATCTGGAAAAACGGTTTCCGCGCTGTCCGTTATTGCTGCTCGACGCAACCAAAACTACCACACAGCAATGTGTTCTACGTTGGACATGGAATATCTGATCCAAACCAACGCATCTCTCATTGTAACGCCCAACAACATTCCCAGACAATGGTATGACCAACTCAAGAAATTCTTTGGCGACGTTCATGACATTATCGCAGATCGCCACGTTACAATTCCCAAGAGCAGAAACCCCATCAAGGTTTTGTTACTACTCGATCAACGAAATCTCAAGAAGGCAACGGTTCAAGATGTCATTGATGCCGACATTATCATTACAACGATCCAACTTTTGAGCAACGAACCATACATTTCCAACATGCAATCCACCTTTTACGCTGCACAAGTTGCACCCATGGACGAAGAAACGGAACAGATTGATCTCGGCGAAATCAACAATGAAAACATTGCCAAAGCTGCCAAGAAGAGAAGAAAGAAGAACGACGATGGTGCCTCTTCATCTACGGACGGTGTTGCACAACAATCCATCTCTGCACAAGCCAAAAGAATTCAAACACTATTGAGCAAGCAAATGCCCATGACACACGACGTCGAATACCATCATGCCCACATGTTGAATCCATTTACCAATCTCATGAAGAATGCAGACAAGGATTTTGTGGAGCAGGTCATGAATCCTCCAACCAATGCCTTTTCAGAACCCATCGACTTGGACTCGGACAGCGATGAAGAAGAATATGAACGTCGCAAAAAAACTAGCAAACCAAAGAAAAAGACGACAGCATCCAGTGAAAGCAAAAAGAGAAACTACTCGACTGCCTTTTTACAGAGCCGCCTCATTTCGCTGCACAACTTTTATTTCAAGAGCATCTTCTTGGACGAAATTCATAGATTGGTTGCTGCCGTAAGTGCCGAAGACAGACGTCATCTCAACTCTATTGAACAACTCAATGCTTGCGTTTGTTGGCTCATTACGGGAACGCCCGACTTTACATAGACCAGATACCTCACCAGATATGCTCGCATGATTTTGTATGATCGCCATCCTTTCCATTAGCGTCATGAGATGCGCATAGACTTCAAACACGGAACAACCAACGAAGGCAATACCATACCTGTTCATATTTCACTTTGCTTGGAAATGCAACGTCGATGCGTATTTGGTGTAGATAACGATTTGTCGGATGCCAATTTGTTCGGAGGTAGCGCTCCACTTCATCATGTACATTGGATTTAGTTGTCAAGTGCCGAGAGAGCGCTCATCAATGAACATCATCAAGATCCCATCAAAAAGTAGGTTCAATTGTGTTCAGATTTTAGAGTCGACGATACAGAAGCAGGTGACAACCAAACCATGTCATCTGTAATGGATCAAGTTATGAAGCAGAAGCAAGAAAAGGTTTCCCTGATCAAGCAACAAGTCGAACAACTCAAACAAAAGCTTGAACGTGGTAACCAATTGAATCAGCTGCTCAATGGTCAGATGAACGATGGTATGATGCAGATTCTTAGTCTTTTGTCACAAACGGGACAGAATCAGTACAGTATCCACGAAGAATTCGTACAAAACAAGCGTACTTGGGAACAACAGCTGAAGGAATGGACTCAACAACTAACGAGAGAAGAAAAGGCCATGCAGTTCTTTTAGCGCAACCTCGACAGAATGACCGGTCAGCACAATAATAACGGTGAACAGCAACAACAAGAAGATGACGATGATGATGCAACCTGTCCCATCTGCTACGATCACGCACCCGATTGTATGCTCAGGGATTGTGGTCACACTTTTGGACATTCGTGCTTGACCAAGTATTTTGAAGTTGCACCTCGCAAGATTTGTCCCATGTGCAAGTGTCCCGTATTGAATCCCCAAACAGATATCATCAGAGTCGAAGTCTCGGCTGCCAATAACAACAGCAACTCATCCGTAGTCGATCCCAACAGCAGCAGCAAAATTATTGCCCTTACCAACTTTTTAAAGTCCTTGAGTCGCCGTTCGCTATCGCTATCAGAAGATGGAGATGATATTGATGATGATCAAGACGAGGAAGAAGATGACAACCGCGAACGAGCACTCGTTTTTGTTCAATGGACTTCACTTGCTCGTCGTATTTGCAAGATGCTAAATGCCAACGGTGTCAAGGCAAAGATGGTCATCGGTAATGCTTTCCACCGTATTGCAGCTATACGCGAATTTAATGAAGGCAAAGTTGACGTGTTATTGTTGGCTTTGGATTCGGACGACAATTCAGGAATGGATCTGACCAAAGCTAATCATATTGTATTTGCTCACGTGGTCATGGCAGCCAATGAAGAATAGCGCAAGATTATGCTCAACTAGGCAGTTGCTCGTGCACACAGGATTGGCCAAACCAAATAGGTTCATGTCCACCATTTCGTAGTCCAATCATCCGTCGAGCAAAAGTTGTTTGAGGACCAAAAGATTCAGGTTGTAGAATATCAATAAACAAACGAAGAAACAAAATAACATATAATTTTCATCAAGTTACAATTGTGTTTATAGTGTTTTTCAACGCATTGAACTGGTAACTAAAATCACGTAATCGACATCAGAACACATTTCCAATTCAGTTATTGGTATACTAATTTCGCTGGTAGAATTATCCTTTGTAGGGCCTTGTATGGGTATGGTATGTTTGCATGTTTTTGTGGATATTTTACCAGCGCTTGATATAGCACGAAATTCAAACTAAATTACGTTCGTGGTGTTGTATATTGATAATGGCTTGAACTTGAATGTTATCACTTCTTGATTTAGAAATGCCTATACATTACAAGTTATATAGTCAATTTTTTGAAGCGACGTAGACGTTGCCTTGTTAAGACCTAGTCGAAATATATGCTATCCTGTCTAACCCATTGGGAATACTGATTGATACGATTCACAAAGATACGTTGCAAGCTGATTCAACGAGTAAAACTTGAGTTCAGAAATAAACTCTCGTAGCTAAAAGTAGTTTTGAAGGAAATTCTACATCTTTTCTTCAGTTGTGCCAACAGCAACGGTTTTGCCCATATTTGTGTAACATTGTGGTAATGATATCGACAAAGGTAATATGCATCCTGAACGCAAATAGTTGAGAACATATTTGAAGTATGTCGGGTCGCGGTCGATGAATATTGTCGTATCGGTGGTATTATCTATCAACGACGAGAGGAAATGTCCTGTTGGCTCCTGATCCGAGTATAGGTGTTCTTTGTTTCTCAAGGTATCTTTGGTGGTTATAAAGTTGGTGCCTCCAATATTCAATGTGATGATGTCCATGTTTTTTTGTGTTTGGGTTGTGTTGTATGTGAGCAAGAGTGAGAGAGAGGCAAAAGCAAAAACAAAAAATTTTGAAGTCTAAACTTTTTTCTGGACTTGCTCCAAAAATTTTTATTTGCTTTGCTCTTTGTTGCGAAACAAAAACATGGGTATGTCATACTTTTTGTCAAACTCGTCTCCCGTATCCCTGAATCTTGCTTCGAACCCGACCGACTCGTAAACCGGCAGCAATGTAACATTATCGGCCTCCAACTCAAAGTCATGTTCAGGATACTTGTCAAGAATGTATTGTAACAAGTATTTGCAACATCCTCGTCTACGATAAAGTGGTCTCGTATACACGTTGCTAATTTCTTTGGTCTTGTAATCCTTTCTATGAACTGTTGCCCTACTAACAACAATACCTTCCCAACATAACCAATATGTTTGAGAGTCTACATTGCTCCACTTTCTAACTACTTCGAGTTGCTGCAAAAATGTTTGTTTGTCCTTCATTACTTTGGTGTTCATTTTGTATTTGCTTAGCCAACTTACATCTTTGAGCATCTCAATCTTGTTTAACAGGTGGTTGATTTGATTGCTGGTCAGTGTTGGATCGTCGGTGCATTTGTCAAGCCATTCTTTGTCGTTGATGTGGTCTTTGATTTGGCGTAAGATGGAGTAGTAGGCCATTTTTTGGGTTGCACTGTCAAAATAAACAATAAATACGAGGTTTACCAATTACCGGACATATATTTGAACACTCTTGTACAAAAAATATGAGCATTTACCTCATCATCGCCCCGGGCAGGACTTGAACCTGCGATCTTATCGTTAACAGCGACACGCATTGACCTACTATGCTACCAAGGCAACAATACAATATTACAATAATTATTAATAAGCTAAACAACATGTTGTCTGTATTTTATTTACTTGCGAGGCTACAACCTGTTCAATGTGCTACCGAAAGTCTTTTTCGCTCAGGCAACCAACAATGCGCGTTCGGGGAACCTCCGACAGTTTTCCGTCAGCAAGTCTAAAGTAAAAGCAAACAGTTGGTAAACCTTCGATGTTCAAAACATTACGTAAATATTCGCGCAAACCTTCATCTTCACGTACGTCTGTAACTTGAACAATGTGCATGTTGCGCTTCATGCCGTATTGTTGCAAAACTTTTTCTGTAATGGAAATCATTGGTGGACAAAATACGCACCATGAGGCAGTGTATACGTGTATGACGAGGTTGGGAAGAGTGTATGTGGTATATGTGGATGAGTTCATTTGTAGAACTGTGATATGTATGAGCAGGATATGAATGTAGAAGAAGAGGATATATTAGAAATAGGATATGTTGATATGCAACTAATGCGACCTTGAATGCCACAGCAATAAGTATGTATGGGGATATATTGTTCCTTTGCAGTTGCATGATCAGAAATGTCCTTGGTAGGATGAGTGGCAGGTAAACAATTTTTTTTCACCGCGCGCTTGCCAAACCAACCACCCTTGCTCACCGCATTTTCAACCCATATGCATATGAATCGCCACACCTCTTCTACCACTACTGTCTGCAGAAACATCTACAATGGCAGCACACAAGAAAGATATTCAAACACATGTTACCTTCACATCTGGGCAGACAAACTGGTCGAAAAAGAACGGTCGCTGTTCTCAATGTCCACACCCTTTCGAGAAAACTACGTAGTCATGCACCAACCCCATAAGCTTACAGGATTTGCCCAAAAACCACACTTTCATTTGCCCCAATCCGAAAAAGAGCATTGGAACACCGAGGAATTCTAGTATTTTCCCAATGAAAAAGTCAAGCACATGGTTTTGAGGCTCGTATACAATAATGACAACAGCGATAGTCCCGTACGGTGGTTCAACTTGGCTCTGCCCAAACAGATGCAACCCCGTTTTTTTGACTTTTATGCTCGCCCGCGTTATTTTAGCAAGATGGATTGTTTTCGATTCAGTTACTATCTGGCTACTGGCAAACGCGTCTTAATACCAGAATGGATCGGCATCAAGGGCACAATGTGCATCGAGCGACATCAAATTACTCAACTGTCAGTTGGCACCATGGTAATTTTTGTACGCTGGATTGACCAAAAACTCATACAGGATATGAAAGAGTCAAAAGATATCAAGGAACTCATAACACTCACGATTTCCAAGAGCATGGAGGAACTGGAAGAAGCCGCGTCAAAACCAATCCAAAACAATTGTACACCGAATGCTTACCTGCACGCAGCCATTTACATTGGTAACAGGAGCGATGGTGAACCGTTGTATCTGAGCAAGTATGGAAAGGGAAACTTGTGTGTGTTGGACTATGAGAATACTAGTAAATATTTGTCGGGTTGCAATCCAGATATATTGTTGCCCAGTTTGGAATGAGACGAAACAAAATTTATCTTTTTTTCTGCCTTGCTCCATTTTTTTCTGGCTTCATTCAAACAAAAAATATTCGGTCTCTCTCTTTATTTTTGATAAATGGACAACACAAATCCTCCCAATAACAACACAGTCAACACAACCAACCAACCAATCGTCCTTCGTGGCACCTACCATGCAAATACAGGTGGCCTATTTGTTCCCATAGTCATTGACGGACAAGAAATCCTGTTCAAACTATCGACCATGCATGCAAACAACAAACTATACGAAAGCAATGCACAAAACGATGCTCGACAACTATTCTGCAAAACACTCAGGTTAGAAAATTCTGGTCAAGTTTACAGGCATGCCCAATGGAAAGTTATTGCATGTTAGGATGATGTAATCATGTACATGAATTGCATGTGGGGCGACTCGGCATAGACATCTGACTAGCAACAACAACCGCACGATCTCCCGATCCAAATGGCCGAACCAGTTCGACAACAACCGGCCACCAACAACAGCAATAATACTGACGGTCACACTTTGCGAATGGGTCTTTGGCAACAAAAGTCCATCCCACTGATGCAATTCATATTGGTCAAGCGTCACATATTCATGTCCGACGTAATATTCGATTTTGGCGATGAACATATGCCTCAAGATGATGTATTGTTGAGATTCTTTTCTGAACCAGAATTCGAGCAACCTTTCCCTGTGTACGAGTCCGAGCAGGAAAAGATTTTGCGTTACAGTAACATTTTGTCCATGGCTACTCACGAATAGTCATTCTTGTCGACACTTTAGATGTTACATGCTGTAAACAAACGTGCATTCTACGTGGATCTGTCCAGAGTTACACTTGGCAACAACAATACCAGTCCCACGAATACCGACATTACAATTGTTCTCGATCCACCCATTCCTCAACAGGTAAATCCTGCAACACAGTGCATATCGCATGAAAATTATGTTGTCATTGTGGACCAGATTCGAATTGTTCCCAGTCTTGAACAAAAGAGACAGAATCCCAACTTGGAAGACTTGGTCGTTTTCGATGGTAGTCACGAGCAACCACTTTTGGCCAAAATATCATTGGAAGAAAGTCACATTATGCTACAACAGTCACTCTATTGGAAAACTATGAAAGCAATTTCTCGTGGAGGCGCTGAACCGCAGTGGCAAAGAAGTCTCATGTGGCTATTGGGCAGATGCAATGCTTCACCGGAAAATCTAGAAGCACTTTTTGGAGGAACAGACGATACAAAACCCGATCTTGTTTTTCGCATCAGAACAGATGGTCCCGACAACGAAGCTATTGACTGCATGGAAATAAGAATGAAACCTCACGAACATCTTTTGCAGCGAAGCAGATTGGCCGATGGTAGAGAAATTATTCAGTCAACACTTGTTCAAGATGATGGACTACAGGGAATTGGTCAGTATTATGGATATGACATGGTTCTAGGAACTAGTTTGTTTGTTGGCAAAAGAGTGTTGTTTGACTTGGACAGTAACAGAATTCACGTATGGCAAAACTGATATAAAATAATGTATATTGTCACTTGTTTATTACTTCTTTTTTGTTGTTGGTTGTTGTTATACCAACCTGCTTCAAATGGATGGTTGGTGTTGATAGGTTCGTTACTACTTGTTCTGATCCTACTAGTCACTGTTCAATGCAGCCTATCTCTGGGCAAACAAAGAACTGTGCTACACCGCATTAATATCAATTCCATTCCTCTGCATGCTAATGAGAGCAACTTCAGACTGACCCCTGTCGTTGAAACCACCAGAATTTTGCCAGTGAATCATCTGGTCGTAGCTAGGAGGTGCTCTAATGCCTCGAATGCTGAAAATGGCTCTTCCGATTTCGGGATCGAGCGCCATGGGCTGGTCATCGTCATTTAGTGCAACACCATCTTCATCTGCTTCCGTCTGTGAACGGTCATCGTTGTTTTGGTGCTGTTCTTGATGATCTGCATGTGCGGTTGGCTGACCCGAAGCACCTGAACCTGCCTAAGCAGCGACGGGCTGTTGGGCTTTGGGTTTTCTGCCGGCTTTGCCTCGTTTAGCCTGTGCTTGCTATGACGACTATGGTTGCTGCTAACTGGCATTGTCAACGGCAGTCGATTTTGCACCTTGTGTGTCAGTCTCCTTATCACTCAATCTATTCACATCGGCCTCAACAATCATGGTGTGATACAAGAATGGTGTCTGATTCAGCACGGTCTAAAATCCGGGAACGCTCGATGGCATACTGCCGATACCATTGCGATATTCTTCCAGTTCCAAATCACCGCCAAACTTCTTGAGACGAATTCGTGGTTCACTGGGATGTTCCATTTCGGTATCCTTTCCAAATAGTTGCTGTTCCAAAATGCTGAGGTATAGCAACTGTAGCTGACCTGCGTTGGAACCTCCAAAGTTTTCGTGAATGTACTGTCGAGCACAACCCATGCTACAAAAGTTGCCCCAGAATTCGCTAAACTTGCCAGTCTTGAAATCATATTGTTGAGGAACAAATATGGGAACAGTGTCGAATTTTTCGCAGTCGTGCATACAGGCAAAGTCGCTCTTTTCGGGCCAAGTATCTCTGCCTTTCATGAATTGGTGGATGGGCAGTTCCTTGAATCGAGTCGACTAAGAAGTGCATTGTGACGTTGTGGAACACAAGACTTCCATCACAAGTGGACGCTTTCTGTTTTGTGGAGTGGGAAGTGTCGTGGTAGTATTTGTTGCCGTACTTGCTCCGGCGCTAGCGCTAGCAGAAGAGGCAGAATCGCCAGATCCCAATGGTTGACCGTGTTCATCTTCAGCAGCTTGCGCTTGTGATGTGGACTACGACTCTGCGGGTTTAGGTTCACCATTGCTGCCGCTAACGGCCTGATGTTTGGCAGAATTGGTCTGTTTCGTGGTCTATTTTGTCGTGGCAGTTGAGATGGAAGCTTCTTCTGCCGTTCTCTTTTTGCCTCTGCCTCGTTTGGTTTGAGGTTTGTTGGTAGATTGCTGTTGTTGTTGACTTTGGGTTTCCTGTTCTTTTGGCATTGTTATTGCCTGTTGTTGATGCTAATGTTGTTGGACCTGACCAGCGATTTGGATAGGAAGATCCTGTTGATGCTACAACGGAGGCGATGGGGGTAACATGTGTTGAAGCTGCTATTGCTATTGCTACTACTACTACAGGACGGGCTAAAACGACATGGGAATCGAGGTACTAGTGGGCTATGGATATGGCTAAAGATGTTGGAAATGAGGCGGCTGCTAAAGATACAACTACTAATAAACAACCTATGGCGGATACTATTGCTACTATGGATGCGCTTGAACTTGTTGCTTATAGAATTCCATTGGTGGAAGGACGGGTTGCTGGGCAAATGAATTAGGGAGCATATTTCTTTCAAGCTGACTGAGCAGAGCAGATGAATTGAAAAATGTTTCGGTTGCTTTTGAAAAATATTTTTGATTCGTGGACGTTTCGTGGACATCAAGATTTATTTTTTTTACGGATTCATGGGTCGCGTGCACATAAAAAAAAATATTCAATCTTCATTCGCCCACCCCCAGAAAAATAATATAGAAATATGCACCAAATTTCGCTTCAGTTGCCAATAACTATCGTATTCAAAACCAAAGTTGATAATGTTTCCGTTGTAGGCACTCTCGAACACATTTACAATAATTGCGAATTCATCCGAATTGTCAAAGGTCCCGAATTCGCATAGTCCAAAACGTTCGATTCTCTATGCAACGCATCATCTTTCTTGCTCAATAGAGAATTTAAGCGCAGTAATTGCTACAACAATTGGCTGGTTGAAAACAAGCAAGACAACAACAACTGGATTCCACTGTCCAAAGTAGCAAAAAATAGAAAGGAATTGTTTTATGCGTGTGTTTAGAGTAAAATGACGCTGTCCATTGCTTTACAAATGGCGAACAAGTCTTCTGGTAGAGGAATAGAGAAACAACAGACTCCTTAGATCCCGGCAACTCGGACAACATCAGTAACAAAAGTAGAATCAACAACAAAAACTTCAAAAAAACGTGGACGCAAGCCAAACGTAACACACAAAGCTGTTGCTGAAAAATCTATTAGCAAGCGTAGCTGTTAGGTTGCTTCAAAAAGCAGTCGTGTAATCAAGAAAATCCTTCAAGCACAGCAAGAAAACATGGACCAAACCACCGACTATGACAAACTTTTTGACCAGATGTCGGAAACGGAAGATGACAGCGATGTAGATGAAACGGATGATGAACAGGATGATAGCGAATATGAAGATAGAAGCGACTAGGACTAGGATGAAGAATATGAAGATAGAAGCGCAGATGAAGCCAATAAAAAGCGCAAGACAATTGCTGCATCCAACAACAGGAACCTATTCGGCGGCACCAAGCGTCAGTCGAAAAAGATCAAGACTTTTGATGGCGCTGTGGCAGACAATTTAGTGTCAGCTACCGCACGATCTCTCGATCCAGCTATCGCATGTCCTATAGGACTAAATGGTCAGACGCGTCCAACTCCAACTGCAGTCGAAAATGTTACATCGATGGCGACGCAGAATGGTGGCAATGCAAAACCCGTGGATGTGTTTAATGCGGTTCCCGAATTTTTGAGTGGTTATGACATGTATGAGGCATGGTATAGAAAGCATCCCGATCTTTGGAAGTATCATATTAGGCAGCTTTGGGATGCGTTGCCTGATAAGTTGAGCAAGACTAATGTGCTTAACTTGGGCAAGGTGGATATTGCTCGTCTTGATGTTCCCAAAAGTAGCAGTATCAAGCACAAGGGCATGGATCTCATTTTCAAAAAGGACAAGGATTGCTTTGAAAAGAAGTTTTTGGAGTACAAGGAAAAGTGGAACAGAGAAAAGCATCCAGAAGAGGACGATGACTACATTGAGATTGACGATTTTCTGAACGTTCCCTACGAGGTAGAGTCTGAGAAACTTTACAACTCACAGTTTAGTTTTGGCGAACCTCCAAAGAAAAACTTGAAGGAGGTTCCTTTTGACATGTGGACTGAATGGACCATCAAGGATTGGCTGCACAGACCTCACAGGGCCAACAATCCGGAAAAAGATGACCCGTTGTTGCTCAGAATTACAAACCATCGCATTACCACAGGCCGCCTTGCAGATGAATACTATTGCGTCTTCAAAGCCTATGACAGCGATAGAACCATGGGTCTCTGGTTAAGTTGTGTTCCTGTGCTCATCAACAAACAGTGGGAGAAGATGGTCAACGAATTCATGAAAACTCATACATGCACCGATGTCTGTCGCACTTATTTGGGACCTCCATTAAAACCTGCTGTTATCAACTATGTCGATGAGCAGACAGCGGTTTCGACTTCAAAGAGTACAAAAAAGTAAAAACTTGGTGTTGTCGATATTTTTATATCAGTCCAGAATTATTGTTTCCATTGGCTCGGCTTGTTCAACTGCACTTTCTTCAAGTGTTTGACCAACAAAATTTGACACAATTGTTACAAGACTACAAAGTTGCTACCCAACAAATTCATATTCTGGACAAAGAATTCTAAAAGTGAGTGCAACTTCGCTAGCCAACGGTGCCTTTGAAGTCCATCTTTCTTTTGCCAGCACCTTGTTGACTTCATTAATGCGCCTGTCCAAAGGTGTTTTACCTGATGTCTTGCTATGATGCCACGCCCATTCGAATTGCAATGCTTCTTGCTTGGTGCGAAAACCTTCAAAGTAACCGACGCATTGCCACTAGCCTTCACAAATGGCTCCTGTATATTTGCTGCCACCGCTGATTTCTCTATTGTGTTGTCTCAGGCGTCGAGTAAGATTGTTGGTAATACCTACATAGGTTCTGGGTCCTTTTGTTGCTTCTGATGCATGTAACAGATAACACACGTATGGTTTGGATTCAGCGGCAGACTTGGGCATAAAGCGAATAAAGTGTTTGTTGGTTTGATTTTTTGTAGTCATATTATTCGTTGCTGCACGACAGGCGACAAAGGCGCTGAGGGAATCGAGGACGGGTGATGTGTGACAGGCGGTTGGAACTTGACGGCTGGAACTCGCGATCTGGTCGGATAAGAGGGAAACGAGCCTTCCAAAAAACAGGCACCCCTCCAAAACAAAACCTTTTTTCGCCTCAGCGACCTCTTCAACTGTCCGACCCTTCACAACCACGACACACTCAACACAAGAAAATGTCAGCCACTGCCGTAATCACTGCACCTCAACCAAAGCATCGTGCCGCCAGTCTCGCTGCTCTCGAAAAAATCAAATCTCAGGTCTCAAGTCTCAATGATCGTCGCGTCACGCTGGAGCACGAAAGGAAACCAAAAGAATTCACTCTCGAAGATGTCACTGCGCTCAAGGACGGCGCCGAAAAGGCTTACAAGGCAGCCAATCATGAATTGAAGAAGAAGCGTCAAGAGTTTGCCGACAAGATCAAAGACCACGAAGAATAGATGGAAGCCGAAATTGCTCTCATCAGGCAGCAATATACTGATCGCATCAAGGCTGTGCGCGAAAGTCTCAAGAGCGATACTGTGGTCAGGCAGCTGCGTGGAAAGCGCGATCGATTCAACAAGAAGTTCAAGGCTTTGCTGGTCAAGGCAGGTCAGATGAACAAGCAGCCAATTACCGAAAAAGACTTGGCTCTGTTGGATCAGGAATTGTAATTTGTGGTTTTGGCTAAAGAGAGTAAAATTTGTAATTCATTGTTGTTGTTCATAATTTTATTAGTCTACAAGATCATCCAAAACCAGCTGCACAGTGTGACCGAAACCATAGCCATTAAGTGTTTGAATATTGACATAATGACTTCTGTACGAACCTTCAATTCCCTGTTCTGCAAAATCACTGGGCATAATATGTCCTTCATTCGTTGCGTCCAAAACACCCAATCTTTTGTAAATTTCAAAAGCAAATCTGGCACAGGTGTAATACGATTCACGTGGAGCAATCTCGGTATTGTTGACAGGTATCCATCTCCTCCACGCTCTGCGCCAAAATTCAAAGTCAAACTGAATGGACTTTTGTTTGTATTCTTCCATCAGCTACTTGAACAAATAGGGATCGATTTCCTTGTTGATGGGCCTAATATACAAGTTGTAATGCGTAGATTCAATGACTAGCCGTTCAACAGGAACCAATCTCATACCGCTTCTGTTCATTTCGTAAGCATACGCTTTGCCGGTTGCAGGATCGACCCAACACATTGCAATATGATGAAAAGCTGAACCGGTTGCCATTTTAATGAGAGGACCAGGCCTGAATCGCTATCGTTCGTCAAAATATGGTAACGTGTGGTCCGTACTCGCCAATAGTATGTCTCCCGTTCTGTAAGGATAGTTTAGGATAGAAGCAACAGGTACTTTGGGTTGCTGCCATGCAAATTTTAGCCATTGGTCACCAATGTAGCATACCAAAAATACGCAAACGAGTATACCGAGCACGAGGGCCACGATTCTTTGCGTAGCATTTGTCAGCATCTTTCGTTTTTTATCTTGTTGAACAGTACAGTGTTAGATTTATAATCAAGAGGAATTATTTTTTTAAAACTTGCAATAGTTGTTTCAAAGTTTGAGTCAACAACAATTTCTTTTTTTTTGTACTTTCTTTGCCACCGCAACCAGAAAAAAATATGGACAACATCACACCATTGTGCACCGACTGTCAAGTTTATGTTCTGTCATTTCTGCGTTACGACATGATATCATTCATTGAACAATTCGGCTACTTTTCGGACGATCCCTACAGAACCATCTACCACATATTCAAAACCTACAAGAAAATCCCCATTGTTCAGTCTACCGAATCGAATGGGGAATTTGGAATTAGTACATACACAAGAGCAATACAAGATCAAAACAAAGTCTACAAATTATATTAGTCATCTGGCACATCCGATGAATTGACGGTTCTACCGTTCGAAAAGCAGATTGGATACAATAACCCGACTTGGTTTGCCATTGAACCAATCGACCACAAATTTATTGTTGGCATATTGCTAATTGTACCCAACAGTGTATTACCATCAATTGAGTCTGTAAAAATTTTGAATGGTGGTCATGAACTGATCTTCATACCACATCACCTACTACGTTGGATGGAATTGAAGAATCAACATCAGTTGCAAGCAATTTCTGCATACTTGGAAGCGAACAACAAGTCTGTTCCTCAGGATTCCATCATAATCAACATAGGCTCGCCTTTATGTTCATCGTCAAGCCCTCGTTTATCTGGACAAAAATATCATTCATATAATGTTCGGATACACGTTAAAAATGACAATAATCACGAACAAATTATGGAACAATTGAACGCGTACACTACCATATGCAAGCGAGATATTGAACCAAATCGTTTAGAGCGAATACGTGTAGCTTGTATTGACACTACAATTTTGCAATTCGACTATTCACATACACCAACACAAGTGCTCAACAATATGCTCAAAACGGGCGTAACAGCACATGACGTACTATCGTGTGCAATTTTTATACGTTGGCGTAAAACAGAATAGTGCAAATCAATGCCCAAGTATATTGTATGTTTATTCCCATCACAGACGAACAGGCCCACAAAGTCTGTTGCTGCGCAATAGTCCGAAAAATTTGCAATTTTGGATGCCGAACAGTGCCTGCTAAACAATGAAGTTCGACCTGACGCATTATTTCCAGAGTTTGAAGGTGTTGCTCCGTGGATGAAGGGTGGAGACGAACCAGACACGTATTGGTATTGTATCAGATTCAGTGACTTGCGTAATGCTCCTTCTCAAATGCTTGTACACCAACAATGTCCAAGAGATGAATTATATGCGCAACCCTCTTGGACATTTAGCAGAAATGAGTATGCCGTAATTGCGGATGGGCCTTGTTAGCCAGAACAGGCAATATTTTTTGTCGCTCTAAGAAATATTTTAAGGAGTGCGCATGGTCTTGAGGGTGCTGTATGGGCATAATTAACAACAATAATGAACAAATAAATTGCTTGTATGTGCTTTGTTGTTCATAAAAAAATGTATTGCAATTGTTTATTCTCGGTAGTATGTCAGAAAGTTTGAGGTGATCGAAAAAATAATAACAACCAGAAGCGACCAAAAAAACTTTTTGACCATTAGGCCAACTCAATTCTGCACAACAAATTTCATTTACTTTTTTTGCATACCAACCAACTGATCAACCGGCCAACACAACATGGACAACATTTTTTTGTTCAACTAACACTCAATTTCAATTTATTAAAGTCATTTACGGAGCAGGAGTGAAAAATGTCTAACGCACTCTAGGCTCATCCAAAATAGTTGCAAAACCATAACCGGACTGGATATCCCTGTTTTCAGCAAAAATATCAATGGTGTTGGCAACAATGATTTCCCTCAGAGTTTCACCAGGCATGCTGTAAAACTGGGAGAAACCATTCTGCTTGAGCCATCTGTTACGAAGCAAAGCAGCGAAACCGGCCACGGTAGGAGAAGCGAACGATGTTCCGTTCATGGGCATGTAACGAGTTTGCTGGAAATTGGGACCCAACTTGGTTCTGAGTGATTCAGCAAAAGTGCTGTCATCATCGGGAACCAAACTGTTGTTAGTGTAAACCAGACAACTGTCACCAACTGCCATGATGTCGACGGTATTATTGTATGCACTGTAGGCGGCACGAACAATATCACCAGTGTCCATGTCAACGCTGGCAGCAGCAACTGACAATCCACCGGTAAGAACACCGAATACATCATAAATCTGAACACCATTGAGATCTTCATAAAGACCCTGGTTGCCGGCAGCGACACAAACGAGAACACCACGCTTCTTGGCGTACTGCAATGCTTTGGCGAAGGGACCCAACAGATTGAGAATGGGTGATGTGGGCGAGTCAATGTAGGCAGTGAAGCTGCAATTGATAATATCGCAACCTTCATTCACTGCCTTGTAAATGCAACGAGTCCAGTTGTTGTTGGCAATAGTGATAATATCTTGGGGACGTTCCAACAGGGCGGCAACTTCAATATCGACAAGAGTCTCGTAAATTCTGAGTTGTGCGCCGGGTGCAACGCCCTTGTAGCCATCCTTGCTATAGCCAGCAGCAATACTGGCAACACTAGTTCCGTGCCACAATGCAGGAGTACCCGTGGAACCATTGCGATATACTTCATCGTAATCCTCGATTGTGGTCTTCAGGTCCTTGTAGTAGGAAAGAATCTTTTTTCTGCCATCGGGGCAAACCTGAAGAGGTTCGGCAGTAAGGTCACAACCGTTGTCGATGATACCAATGACTGTTCCAGTGCCAAGATAGCCTTCACGCCAGAGTTTGTCAGCACCGCATGCCCAAGCTGCATTTGCGATACCGTTTTGTTGGTAGGGCTGCAGACGGCTGTCAAGCGCTGATTTGATGGGGACTGTATCTCCTTCTGGCAATTCAAAGGAAGAGGCTTGGCTAGCAACACTCAGACCGCTGTATCTGATGAAGTGACCTTGTTTGATCAATTCGTCAAGAGTAGGATGGGCAATGGATGCTTTGGAACGAACGGACATGAGTGTAGAGTGTGAAGAAGGTAGTAAAAAAATATGATATGAATAAGATTTATATTCGGACCATAAAATTTTTGATAGTAATACGACGAAAGGTTGATGCGGGCATGAGGACGTTGTTTAAGTGTCAACTTAGCATCCATTTTTTTACTTGACGTATGTGTATGGTCGAGTTCCAATGCGCCATGAACTTGACGAGTGCGTAGCGTGTGAAAAATAAATTTTTTCAGATCACCCTCCAAAACAATTTATTTTTTTCACTTTCACCAGCCCCTTCCTTCCAACCCCCTTTCGCTGTTTCTCTTGACCACCCTTTTCACAACTTTACCCCCTTCCTTTTTCACTAAACACACAATGTCACAACACTCAACACCAAAAACACCCAACACCCCTTCCGCCAACCCCAGTCTCAAATCGGCCTTGCGCAAATATACCATCAATGCCCTGAAATTCGATCAAGTCGAGCAACCCCATAAGCGTGCATGTTCTTGGTGCAACAAGGAATCTGCCACGGCCAAATGCTGTTCAGTTTGCAAAATGGACTACTATTGCAGCAGAGAGTGTCAAACGGCGCACTGGCAGGATCACAAACACATTTGCTACAAGGGTCTGACGGTCGATACGGCACTTTTCATGAACCATGTCACTCAGTTGGTATACCACACATGTGCTGAATCCGTCGGCAATGGTTAGCGCTTACCTTGGAAGGCCAGATGTTCAAGGGTCGAAAAAGAGTTCAAGGAATAGCACTTTGTGGCCAACAAGTTTGTCGAAAAACACTCGATACTGATCATTACGAATGTCGACATGTTGGCCGATGGCAAAAGTGCATGTCAATGTTTTGCGCTGCCTCGCATGCCAAGTGATACCAATACCAAAATGTTCAAGGTGGTCCGTTTCGACAAGGAAAGGCAGATTTGCTGGCAAGGATCGGTAATGGATACGGATTCGATGGGACTGAAATTTCAAATTACCCACATGGCATTCCGGTCCTATCCCATCTTTGACTAGCTAATCAAGGACATTGATACCATGTGGCAGGCGCAGGAGAAGAAATGGAAGAAGAGAAAGGGTGAATGGTTATTTGTCGAGTTGGGCTTTGCGTATCTCACCGAAAGCATGATGCGTTGGTTCTATGTGCGCGATTCTATAAAGACCATGCACGTGAATACCGTCATGCCCAAAACTGCAGTTGGACAAGTCCAACAATTTGACACTAAAGTGTCCGCAGCCGATTCGATAGAATCAAAGGGTTGGTCACTACCAACTGCAACGTCCAAACCTAATTCGGAAAGCAATTATGTAGAGGAATTGATTCGTAAACTGGATTATTTGGAGTAGCATTGTACAGACGAGTAGAAGATGGCTGCATTGCAACACGTCATGGCACATTTTGTCCAAGAGTTTAAAGTATAAAGTTTGTGTATTGTTTGTATATTTTATTCTTAGACAAAGGTCCATTGTTTACTTGCGTGGCTGTATAATGAGATAATTTCTAAACTTTAGAGGCACCCAAAACTTTTCCGGTGTACAACCAGCATATGTAAAGTGAAACCCGCAGTTTTGGCAGTCTCTGTCACGTAAATGTTCAGGATCTTGATATGCTGTTCTTTTTCGACATCTTTCACACATGAATACACATCTACCTGTACTATCGACTCTTCGTGTTACCGTTCTTTCTTGAGTTATCTCGTATATTCTGCCTGTTGTTGTGAGATATACTTCCAAAGGTTGCCATAATTGAATGGGGCAGTTGAGTAGATGGTATTTCCTTGTCATTGGTTTCGACAAGTGTTTTTCAATTTCATTGGCAATGTCTCTGGATTTGTGTGTGAGCATGACAGAAAAAAATTATTGTTGTTGCGAAATTTTTGAATTTTTTTCGATCAGTCGAGTGGCAAAAGTATTAATCTTTCTTGACAAACACCGACAACGTACTTTTAAACTTGAAACGGACATATCGTTTTGCCTTTCAACAAATATCCAGCCAAAAATAATAAAAACGCCAATTACTTTACATCGAAACTCTTGTTCACAAAAAAACATGCAAATCATATACACATATGTCAGAAACGACGACCCATAGTGGCAAGCAAGTCGCCAAAAGACTCGTGAAACCCACTATGATCCCAAGAAATGCAACATAGATTCCAACACCAACAATCGTTTTAGAACAACAAGAGATGAGTTCCGGTATTCATTGAGAAGTGTTGAAAAGTATGCTTCTTGGGTGGAACAGATTCATGTTGTTGTAGCGTCCAAATCTTAGGTGCCTGATTGGTTGAACCTTGATCATCCAAAAATCAACATTGTTACTCATGACCAAATATTTGACAAACCTGAACGCGATTTGCCGACTTTTAACAGCTAGGCCATAGAAGTACATATTCCAAAGTTGATTCCTGAAGGCGAAGTTGCATTGTACATGAACGACGACATCATGTTTGGCGCACCGGTTTATCCAACGGACTTTGTCGACCCTGTAACAGGTAAACTCAGCTTGTTTTTGGACCCTTGTTATAGTCGTGTTGGTAAACCTGTTACTTCTGAGGGGGCATTTCGTTCAAGTTGGAAAAACGCAAATCGGCTGTTGGATTCATGGTTCGAAAAAGAACGCAGAAAGAAGATGGCTCATGCACCATCTGTCATTTCTCGAAACATTTCAGATGAATTACGTCAAAAGATGCGCAAAGAATTGGACATTACATCGGCCAGTCGATTCAGACAGATTGACAATTACAATTGGACTTGTTCGGTGTTGCCGTATTATTGTCTTTACACTGGACGTGCATTTGTCAATACAGATGTTGTTACATGTACAACCTATATCACTTCAACCATTGAAAGTGCAACTAATGAACTACAACGGTTGAGAGATTCCAAAGCAACGATTTGGTGTGTTGAAGATTCTGATGATGGAAGTGGAGAAGTCGAGGAGGCAGATGCCATAGTAACTGCATTTTTCGAAGATATGTTTCCGGAAAAGAGCAGTTTCGAAAAGTAAAACTATCAAAAAATAAATGTGTTGACTCTTGCCGACCTTTGAACAGAAAACATGCAAAACCAAGATAATCTCGAAACCCTGCCGACACATCATTTTATTTCCTGACCATTATCATGCTGCTCTATTCTTTGCTGCCACAATTACCATTCGACATTCGACTGTACATTCTCGACTTTATTCGCATGGGCGTCAAATATGTTGGACCACGCACGCCAGCGAGTACATTCTTTGGACGATTCAGAGACGACTCGACTCGAAAAGCATATTGGATGTTTCGTTGTGTAGACTTGTGCCCGCTAGTATTGATGCAAAAGTCTGATACTTGTAAATTCTTTGGACATTCCGAAATAGTGTCGATATATTTGTCAGATGTATTTGAAGACAAGCAGAACGATGCGCATCTCTGGCTCGCGAACATGATTCGAAACCATAGACCACTGGATGCATAGCCGCTATGGATATCATGTGATTCTGTAGCTGGTTACGAAACTAGTTTTGAGTCTACAATGCAGCCGCGTGACCTCATAAAAATGCGTAGCATCATCGGAGAGAGCAGGTGTCGCTTATCTTTGTCGCTCGATGCTTCTTACAATTAGTATTCTAGGCTGGACAAAAATGTCAACATTCGGTCAATGCACTACGTTATTCTTGCATACTAGCTGCCCGATGACTGTAACTTGTTGCACTTTCGTGGTCATTTGAGATTGAATGATACGCTGTTGCGGAATCGTGCGCCTCTATGTACTTAGCTTAGTGTCAATTTCAATAATTACTTTCACTATCACACTATTTAGGCTGACAATATCTTACGATATCACTTGATGCCATCGCTAAGAGACTTGACCATCATGCTTGATAGCGACAGATTTAGGTTCTACGATGATGAAATTGTACACTTCATCAACAAGTGCAGTAACCTGGCGTCTCTCAAGAATATTGTCATAAATATCAAGTTTCCCGTTAGTGACAAACCAAACTATTGGCCTTTTGTGCCCGTCTATCCATACGGAAAGATCAAGAATATCTTGGCAAACCTTTAGTTATTTACTTCTCATGGCAAAGAGAGGCAGGCTTAGGTTACAGTTGGCAGAGTCGAGGGTTGTTTTTACTCCAAGTCGCACGACCAAGGCATAGAGCGTTGCGTGAATCTATGCAAAAGAGTAGACTGGCTGGATGATGGAACCATTGTATTCAAGGGCAAGACTCGTTGCTCTTTCGAAAAGGACAATGTCGCCTTGAACGTCAGGTATTTTGTTGGTGACAGGTAAATACGCGACTGGACGTCCAATGTCACATTTCATTGGTCGGTAAGGTCAAGTTCCAAATGAACAAGAACTCGCGCAAGCGTAGCAGCTGGTGGATCAAGGACCCACGCAGTGTCGCCTGTCAAATTTGCGTGAGGGGTCTTGTTTGCAACAAAATTTTCATACCCCAACAAAACATTTTTTCACGCACACAACAGCACCCCTTCAGCAGTTATTTATTTCGCTTTCTGCCTCGCGCACACATCCAACACTCTCACAACTCCAACACACCATCATGGATTTTTTATTCAGAGCCATTGCACCCGATTTTCAACTCATTACGCCCACATTGCCCACCACGACATCGCAGCCGCATAGTAACAAGAGCAAAAGTCGCGACGAATCCGTTAGCTAGAATGTTGACGTGTTACACAAGACCATCCGCATTCTCAACAGACTCAAATTTGTTTCTATTTATTATCGCGGTCACGAGTTTATCGAAGCATTTTTCTATCGCGTCAAAGTGGACGATGATACCTCACAGTTGACGTTCAGCATCATTTACCGTCATCGCCTATATGGGTCGCTAGAAAGTCTCTTGAAACAAATGCACCAAGACTTTGTAGAAATTGGCTAGCGTACTGGGTGCTATGTGCCTGTGCGTGAGTTGAATTGCTCTGGCGACGATTAGCACAACTTGAGTTTCCTCTCGTGGAAGGTCAATGGGCAGATGCGTATCATGGATGAATGCATTACTGCCGATGTACTCGCTGGTCGTCAAACCATTGGCGAAGATTAGTTGCCCAAGAAGTACAGGTAGTCACATGGTGGAATTAATCCATACGATATGCTTCGTCCCAAGCACTTGCCTTTGGAGCCACTTGAAATCCCCTCTTGCTTTGTCAATGATACTAGACGTTATCCCAAGCGTGCCACAGGATCGGTAGAATCCGAAGAAGATTCAAATTAGCCTCGTCGCTCTGTTCGTAAGCGCAAGACCGTAGAGTCGCCTGTAGCCGAGACCGTTTCAGATTCTTTCAGAACATGTCCTGTAGCGGAGCAAGAATCACATGGTCGATCAACTGGCACCAGTGACCACCAACCGCAACAAAAGCGCACTCGTACTTTGCCTGATGCATAGGTTGTCGAAAAGGAGATTACTTCACAGGTTACCACGCCCGAAACATTGGCACCGTTTTTGGAGCAACCCGAACCTGTCATTGTTCCCTTGGCATTGCGACTTCCCATCCGTGCTGTCACACCAGTTGTTACCAAGAAACTCAAGGTTCAGGTGACTTATTTGAATGGTGCTACCGAAAAGCGAGCCATTTGTGTCACGAATGAGCAGACCTTTTAGCAAGTGATTGATACATTGATCTATTGTTGCTTCAATGCTACTATGGATTCAAGTCTTTGTTTCGAATTTTAGTACGCAGATACGGATGGCGATTCCATAGTTTGCTCTAGCAATGACGAATGGAAAGCTGCATGGTCCGGATTTTTGGCTGGAGACGTAAATATTATTCGTGGCAACATTTGCTGGAATAAGGACAAGTTGTAAAAGAATAGTAATAATTTATCTCCTTCGAAAATATTCGGGAACTGTTACTTGTGCATCATAATCATCCATGTCGCTGTCGTCTGTTGCCTCGGTGGCATATCTTTCAACACACAAATCCAAATACCGAGTCCACAAGAAACTTTCATCGCACCTGTGTGACATGGCAACATATTCAGACACATCCATTCGCTGTATGGTATGTAGACGATTTGTTTTGCTGTTTCGAACCCTTGAGAATCCATGAAAAACTTCAAAGAGAATCGGACTTTGACGCAGCAGGTTACGGACAGTGCTGGAATTCTGCATGGTTACACACAAGAATGTTTGGTCCAGATGAGGATTGTTGATGACCATTTTACCCTAGGAAGTCTCGATGGCTCGGTCGGCAATAAAGGTGTGCTTGTTACCATAACACAAATCGCAAGGTTCGCTGGACCAGGTGGACCAACCAAAGTCAATCATTGTAAAGTCAAGTCCGTGTGTTGGTATGCGAAGCATAATGTCTGTTTTTTTGCTAGTGTCATTGTTGTCGGTGTTGGTGTTGGCGTTACTGGTGTTGGTGTTCTAATAAAAATTGCTAATCTTGATTTTCAGATATTCTTTAGGCGTAGTCTTGAACACGATATTGTTGGTCTTCAAGTCATTATGACAAAAATTATGATTCTACTTCAGCGGCCACAGCATGCCCAATATGATTTTTGCAAGATGATCGTACAACTAAGTATCGGACAACAGGGGCATCAATTGCGCAAGTGTGCCTCCATACTTTTTCATGATAATGACATGATAGTAGCGCGACTAGTGTTCCTAATATACTGCAATCTACTTGTACTATATGGTTGGCTTGCATCGAATGTTGAAACAAGATATCAGACCATCATCGTGAATCAAATCCCAAAGAATACTTTCTTGCCACGCATCGCAGACCGAATAGTGATTGTGAATGGCCGACTTGCTGATTGCACTCTTTGTTTTGTGAACATAGTTGGTAATGTCAATGAATTTGATGACAACATTTTCTCGTACACCCGGTTGTTCGACAGAATCAAAGAATCCATACAACGTCTTGTTACCCGGACAGTTGCTACCTGCAGAAGAAGTCAGTTGTATATTGCGAGAAAGCCACTTGATCGGAAACTTGATGCCGTCGTGAGGCACTCCAATCTCTGGCCACTTTTCGGGTGAGATGCGATATTGTTCGAGTTGACAGATGGAGGTTTGCTGGTCCATTATTGGAAACCATGTACTGGATTCCTTGACATATGCCAAAATTTCTTGTATGTGTCTATGTAATTCGGACATGTCGGCGTTATTGTTGAAAAACAGTCAAATATCCTTTGACGACTTCATGCGAAAAAAAGAATGCAAGGAATCTAAATTTTTTTTGAATGCTTTCCAAAAGGCATCGGAACCCAGCCAGTCGAAAAATACTGTTGTCTCTGCTTGCTGTCGTCCTGCACTACCCCCTTCTTCATTTCCTTGGGCATCAAAAAATGAACAGCCAAATTCGTGAGCAACTCAAAATTCCCATTGAAAAAGTTGCCAACAACAACAATAGTGCGTCGCAAACAAAAAGTGGTGGTAGCGGCAACGGTAGTAGTTTTGGCAGCAGGCTACAAAAATTTTTGTAGTCGATTTTTGTTGTGCCGCAGTAGCGTCGGTCTAGATTGCAAAAAAGACGCGCCATTTCAATGGACCAACTTGATACAATGGACATGGATTGGCGAATGAGTGTTAGTAGCGTTAGCAATAGCGCGACGTCTTTGAAACATAGTAGCGAAACCACAGTGTCTCCGCCAATGTCTCCAGTATCGCCCATGTCCGTGTCGTCGTCTGTTTATTCGCCACTTACGTCGCCTATAGTTTCACCCAAGCAATAGTTGGTTTCACCTAAATTTGGTTTTGGTACAGGTGCAGGTGGGTAGCAAAAGTAGTTAGGCCAGCAGGAAGAAGAATCTTGGTATAGCGACATAGACCTCGATGGCCCGTCGATCATCATGGCTGCACGCAAGAATCACACAACGGATTTATTGGGATTTTTGACATCTGTTCGAGCATTCAAGTAGTTGACGAGTAAGGCAGAGATAGATGGTTGGGACATTAGGCAGGCAATTGTTTAGGAGGCGTAGCGAATAGTTAGCAGGTATATTGTTTAGGGTGCATTCGAAGAAATCAATATCGATGGCAATTCTCGCAAAAAGATTATGGACTAGTTTCATGCATGTGCCCAGACATCGGATGCCGAATTTGATACATAGGTTGTAGCAGGCATGTTTGATTGCGTCTATTATAGATGCTTGAATGATTTTGTACATAATGTAATGTATGATCAATGATCTTGGCGAAATGCATAAAAAGGAACTTGACGTCAAAGAACTCTTTTGTTGGCAGCACTCCAAAACATTTTTCGCTTTCCCCCTTTCAACACCCCTTCCGACCGCTTTTCAGCCTTGGCCCCTTTGTCCAACACACTCATGTCAGCCGCCAACACCACCAACCCAACAACCAACACCGATGACAACAAGATCCTTTTAAAAATCTACAATCTGGTGCGCAAGGAAACCGACTTGTTCTTTGATCATCATAGTGACGACAGAAAGTCAACCGTCTCCATGACCAACGGAGAGATTACAATGGGCAGCCTTGAAAAAGTTGTCAACATCATTACCACTTCCATGGATGATCAAAAATACCGTCTAACCGGTTCAAGCAAGGGATTCATTGACATTGGCTCAGGATTTGGCAAGGTTGTGTTTCATGTTGCTTTTGCCACTGGTATTTCACGTTGTCATGGCATCGAATATGTTCCCGTCAGACACAACAAGAGCAAGGAAGTGCTGCGCATGATCAGGAATTTGGATTTGGCCGCTTTACCTAATGTCGATTTGATGCAAGGTGATGCGGCCGATTTGGAATCTTTGGACTACTCGCATGTTTACATGTACGACAAGGTGTTCTCGGTCGATTTGTTCGAAAAGCTGGCACCTCTGATCAACAAGTCACCCGAAGTCAAGGTCTTGGTTAGCTTTTAGACTCAGAAGCATTGGCAAGATTTTGGTCTTGAGGGTTTTGACTTGCATGAAAAGGTTTCATGTCGCACTACGGGCAGGCAGAGTCACATGTGTTATGTTTATAAGCGTCGTGTATGATTGAAAGTTGTAGCATAAAGCATCTTTTATTTGAAAGTTGTGTTGTATCCAAAAAAATATTTTTTGCTTGATTGTTGGTCGGCAAGAGTGAGTGAGTCCAAAAAAAAATTGTGTGGTCCGAAAACTTTTTAAATTTTTTGGAGGTCACAGGTTTCGAAAAATATTTTGAATCTTTGGTTCACCAAAAAAAATATTCTTCCAAACAAACATGCCTTCTGAATATCAGGACTTTAAAGGTCCATCACACCTTTTTATCGGCAAAATGGACTTTAATGAATATTTCGTTTTTACACTTCTTATTCGCACACGGAGGAGCACCTTTCCCTTCATTTCCCCGTTGGATCTAGGTCCAGTGTTTCCGGTGACTAGGTTTGGTTGTAAACTTGGTTGGATATTAGATAAATTTCTTTGGCAACGATGAGGTTGCATTTCCTGGGTTATCTGTGTTGTTGTCCCTTTTGAACTGTATTGGACGGTCGTGGTATTTGAGCCAATACAAGCCCAGATCGCGCATGTTGGCGGATGCGTTGCGGTTGCGGTCTGCGTAGCGTTGTTGGGTTAGGAATGGTTCGTTGGGCATATTGTATTGCTTGATGCCCCAAATCAGAGTTGGCTTCTTTTCGCGGATGATTAGGTCCGGTTCGCTTAGTTCCCTGTTTATCACGTATTTCCAACGATGCAGATTGGTTTGACGTTCCAGTGTTGCGTTACTGATTTGAGAGGTCAAGTATTCATCAACCAACATAACGGGTGCACGCTGCTGTAAACGGTAGCACATTCTCTTGCCCGGAACGCCCGACCAACCTTTGAGGGCCTAGTTAATGGAAGCACCTCCGTAAGCAATCACCTTCTTTTTGGGGACAGGCGTAGCAGATGAGGCTTCTTGCTTGGGAAAATCTTTGGCCAATTGTTGTTGGATCAGGGACTGCTTACCGTCACCCTAGGAGCGCACCTTGAACCTTTCGTTCTTGTCCAACTACAGAATGGCATCATTGATGAAGGTGTCCAAAAGTTGGTCTCTTCTGATATAGTGTTTGAAGCGCATACGGGATACTCTTCGGGCTCCGTAGAACCGAGACAACTGGGTAGCAACGGCTGCAAAGGTTCTAACGTGTTCCTTGAATTGCTCCAAATTGGTAGCACAGGCAGGTGCAATAGAGTTTTCCAGTTCATGGATGCCGGCAATATTCTTCCATTTTTCTAGCTACTTGCGATCATCAGTGATACCGACATACTTGTTGTACTCTGTGCGCCTCATTCTTTTGTAATGATTTTGTTCATTGACAATGGCAAACATATCAGTCACATTCATATCGACACCAATCATCTCAAAATCTTCGGCGCCAAAGGATTCGATATTGACCATCTTCTTGATACCGTTAGGCTAATCAAACACTACACGTACTGGAACAGATGTTGCTTCAGGTTCAGGCGTCTCCAACTTTGCACGCTTGGCAGGTCGACTTGTTGTTTGCTTCGCTTTGGCTTTGGCCTCGTCTGCTTCTTCGTCTACTTTGTCCAAATCAACCTCTTTGCCGTCTTCATCTTCACCTTCAATGGCCGAACCTGCCAACTTGGCCTGTTTGCTGAATCTCTTGACCTTATATTTGTATTTGATCACATATTTGACACCGTCTGTAAGCACGCTGGTGATGTCACAATTTCGCTCCTTGACGGCACCTTCTTGGATCTGCTCATCATAGTATTCCTGTTTAATCCTGTCCTTTTCTGCTTGGGTCCTTTTGTCGTCTTTGGAAAAACGCATCTATTTGACTTCGGGACGTGGGTCAACTTTGCCATCCAAATGGACACGGGACAGATGTAAGAAGTATGACCATAGTTTTGCGGACTGTTCATCCCTGTCGGTGATACCATATAACTGTCCCAATGTGCGTCGGTCCAAGGTGATGCATCTTGACTTGAAAGAACAAAGTGGCAACAAATTGAATCTGCGTAACCCATGTGCTTCGAAGAGTCCGTTCAAACCCTTGTAAAAACTCAACAACTGTCGCCAGTTTCGTTGATCCTTGAGCCACTCCTTGTTTATGGGAAACATCACTTCGTCTCCATCACTGTCCAAAGGAAATAAACTTCCTAATTGACCATAGATGATGTCAATCGTAGAAAGTTGATCATCAGTGGGGTCAAATGATTCCGGTCTATATTCACCATAGTATTTGTCCTCTTCCTTGGCTAATAAAGCATTCAAGATAGATTCAGTCATCTTCTTCTTGGTATACCTGCTCGCCCGAGGCTCTAACTGCTTGAGTCGATAGTTGATCCACCTTCTGCACCTTGTTACAAATGTATAAACCAAGTGATTACTAATGGCAGTCTCATGTTTCTTCATCTCATAAACAAGAGGAACGGCAGTACCCGCAATATCCAAATACTTCAACTCCTTTGTATCATCTGGAAACAGATCGAAAAACTCCTTTACACTCCGTGCGAATTCAGGATGTTTTTTGATTGCCTCGTCTCTGTACTTTTTCGTTCTGCCAGGTGCTGTACAGATTAACCGTAGCGTCTACAGAGTATCTTGATCCATGAGTGGTATATCGATCCCATTTTCCAAGCACCGGTGAATATGATACGTCAAAATACGACTAAATTGCGCCATGATCATGGTGACCAGACCAACCATATCATAAATATCATGTTTCAACTATCTTTCGCTGGGCATCGACGCTATCTCTTCTTTTGTAGGTATTTTCTCCAACTCACACCTGAAATACTGCAACCTGAGTTGCTGCTCATACGTCAGAGGTATTGGCTACCTATCTAACCGTCTTATTTTGCGCCTCAATTTGTATTTCTTTTTTTTGTTTTTAATTTCTGATAACAGGTTGCGTAACTAGTTGATATTCTATTGTTCTTCTATGCTCAATGGCAAAGTCTACTTCTCTAAATCATCTATTCGTTGCTATAATACCACTCTTCTCCGTTGAACCATTTTGAGCCACTTTTTCCTGCCCATCAACACACTACCACCACTAGTAACCGTCCGATGGATGTAAATGGTATCCTTATTCTGCTCCTACTCAGTTGTCAACTATGGTTCCTAAGCATCAGAAGCAGAAGAGGCACCCTCATCAAGCGGTCTCTTTTTGCCACTTTGCTTTGGCATATTGAAACAGACCACTGATAGCTGACCTGAAAGAGAAGAGATGTGGTTGTTAAGAAAGGGGCTATACAGAAAGAGAAAAGTTGTTTGTGTTTTGAGAATTAAAACAGCGATTTTAGAGCGTCGTGAAAAACAATAAAAGCAAAAAGCGTTTCAAAAAAAATAATTTCAACCAAAACAGCAGACCATACAAAAATTTCCAACAACCGGCCCGGCAGATCAATTTGACTAGTTGTAAAATACATTTTGACGCGTAAAGAAAACAGTTCTACCGCTTAATTATTCGACAATCAAACACCAAAGTCAACAACAAAAACAACGACTATCTCCGTCGCAACAGCAAATAAAACCCAACTGACCACAAAAACGCAAACATCAAAATAAATACACTAAACATATAATTTATATAGATAGTCGTCAAGTGCGCGCTAACCGTACAACACAGGGGAAAGAAGCTATTGAGCGAAGCGAAAAAAGATGTGTTGGACCTTTAACGAAGTGGATATTGCTTCAACTCAACTTATTCTATCAGACAATGAACAGGACGACAACATGGAAGATGAAAATGATGTCGATGTTACAGGAGCCATTGTCGAAGGATTGCAATTCTTTCATATGCACAACTCCAGTGCCGAAATTGCCAAAATAACTGCGTGGTCCAATTGGAGCGGTGACAACAAATATTCAGCTATCGAAAGTAGCACATCCTTTAGGATTACATAGTCGAACCTGTTCGACGTAACCATGAATGTTACATTGTCCATTGAAGGAAGCAACAATCTTAATAGTAAACCTTTTGAACAAGGAAAGGGCAGTGTAGGTTTAAAACATGTTGTTCAGTACGATTCTCAAGAACCCAACATATACAAGGTCGAATTCCATGCACCATATGACGAAGGAGAAAGTGTCATGTCGGTTATTATTGGTTACATGTATATCATGTCCCAAAAGTGTGGATTCGAATTTATTTGCGATCCAGATATTACAAACCAGTAAACATTTTTTGGTTACCAAACAAAGCAAAAACCCAAATATATTTTTTTTGTTGGCAACAACTTTTTTCCATTCACAAACCCTTCAAACTAACTTGCCCCACAACCACAAACCTAAACAACTCATGCACCAAGAAAGCAACGAAAAACAAATCGGTCAAGTATTCAAGGACCTCGAAGAACAAGCATTGACCACAAAAGAATTGGACCCTAGCAACTACTTTGTGGCTCGCATCGATGGCAAAAACTTTTCAACCTTTACCAGACCGTTCAAGACCATGGCCAAGCAAACTATGGGTCAGAATGGATACTATTGTCCATTGATTACTCAGATCATGGTGCTAACAACGAAAGATCTCGTCAAAAAGTTTGGCGCATTGACTGGCTATACTCAAAGTGATGAAATCTCATTGTTGTTTGCTCCTGCCAAAACCGAAGAGAAGATGGCCAATGCCAAACCCGGTAGAATTTTTGATCATCCCCATAGTGGACGTATTGTCAAATTGTGTACATTGATGGCTTCTTATGCTTCCGCCAGATTCAACTATCATGCCAACTATTTTGCCCAACATGCACTCGACCTTACCGAACATGCCAAATCATCTCTCGAATCTGGTGAAGCCTACTTTGATTGTAGACTCTTGGAATTCAAACCCAGTGATACTGCCTTGATGGTTGAATACTTTTGGTGGCGTTCCCGTTACGATTGTCGTCGCAACAGCAGAATGGCTTTTGCTCGTCATTTCTTTTCCGACAAGCAGTTGCACAAGATGACAGGTTTCGATGCATGCAAAAAGGTGTTTGACGAGAAGGGCATTGATTGGAACAACTGTCCCAACGAATTCAGATATGGTGTGTGGGTGAAGCGTTAGCGTATTGTGCAGGAAGCCGTTAATGCAAAGACCAATCAGACCGAACAATGCACGAGAAGCAAATTTGTTTCATGTGCTCTCGACTTGACGCCGGGAATGGACGATGTGCGCAAGATTTTGTTTGAAAACGATTGGCCCGAAACAGTTGCACTCACTTAGTAAAAACAGAATCTGAAACAACAGGTAACATACCAATAATAAAAACAAGTTTACAAGTGTTTATTCTTTGCGCATCTTTCTGACCAAAGCAACAATGGACACAACAAAAATGGCAATAATAATCAACGCCCACACTGCACCGAATGTCAAACAGATTTTTTGGGTTTTGGACATACTTGCCAAGTATGGATGTAAAATAGTTGTGTCTTCCTGCTAATTTTTGCTGTTGGCTGCATTTCTCTTTTGTGCCCATTCCTTTGCGAGTAAACCGTATTTGGATGGATCGCCGCCAAGGGGCAAAGAAGAAGGTAATGCAAAGGTAATCAATCCGTTGGTGAGATCTGCGAAGCCATAGTCTTGCTGAATGTGTTCAAACTTGATGCCAGTCTAAGAATATACTGGACGAGGTGCGTTGACAGAACTCATACTTTTTTAGGTTTGACAACTTTTTTCGTATTGTAACAAAGGGTTGTTTATATCGATCTTGTAAAAAATGCTTTACGTCATCGAAGTAATGTTGTATATTTGTAGTTGTCACGATCCGGTGGGTTTACGTCATCGAAGTAATGTGGCAGCAATGTGTTCCACCTTGTTCAGACTCTCCTATATTGCAAGTAGAGACAGAGCCAATGTATCTTCTGGTTTTTTACGGGCCCACCAGTTGACGATATCTTGAATATATGGACTGCCGGGTAGATCGTCTTTTTGGTTGTAACGTTTTTCGAGTTGAGATATACCTGCAAAGAGTTGGTTCAGACAGGTGTTGTAAACTTTTTCGACAATTTGTTTTGCTTCTTGGTCGTTGGTGTTGTAGTCGATGGTTTTCATGTTGCACATTTTTTTCTGAAAGTTGGACAGGGACAGGTTGGCAAAAAATATTTTTGGATCAGAGCGAAAACAAATCTTGGCGAAAATGAAACGCAGGCACAACAAAACTTTTTGAAGTATTCGAATTTTTAGAAATATTTTCTTTGACTAATAGTAAAACAGCAACCTTCACTCTTCACTAAACAACTCAGGCGACAGAATAGCCTAACACATTCACCTTTGTCATGCAAAACAACAACGCTAAAGAAACTCTCTTTGAACGCCTTAAAAATGTTATCAAAGCAGAATACGGAACTCGGGACTTTCATTTTTCTCCTCTGCTAAATTAGTTTAATAGATGGGAAGTTACTATTGAACCTTCTGGATTCAAGCATTTTTCTGACAAGCCCTGTAGTCATAATATTTATTCGAACTAGATATACGGAGAATGTTTTTTGGATTTTTCAGATATTACCTTGTTCATTAAATCAACGTGTGAAGTAGAAAAACATCCTCAAAAGCCAATTGGTAGATTAAGCGAATTAGAACTCAAGCATGGAATTGGATTTGTGGAAGACGATGATAACGATAACGTGAACGAAGAAGATGAACAAGAAGAATACGATGAAAACGAAGATGAACAGAGTGAAGAAGAGTCACCGGATCTAATGGAAGAATCAGATGACGAAGCAGAAGAGGAGGACAACGATGAACAGCCCAGAAAGAAGATGCGTCTTGATTCAGGTGCCAAACAAGTGACAGACTAGCCAAAACGCAAAGTCGACATGAGCAAAGAAGCACAACGTAAACGAATCAAAATGACCAAAAGACTGCTCAAGAACGATTTGAACTTTAAGGAATTTATCAGCGATCAGTCTCTCGCTAATTTGGCAAAAATACGTTTCGGTAACGATGTGGTGGTAGTTGATGACACAGGAAATGGTTACATTTATAATGACAGATCGAAACTTTGGGAGAACAAGTCTAAGAAACAGATTACTAATTATCTGTGTAAGCAACTCAAGATAGAACTTGGTGAATTCCCTGCACTAACCAAGGACCAATTATCACTTGCTCGCATTAAAGTTAGTTCAGCTAGTGGAATCAATGGAATTTTTTAGTTCTTTGCTGCAGAGGTTGAGGACAGGGAATTCTACAAGAGACTCAATCTTCTCAGTCACGCATTGCCCATTTCAAAGGGATAGGTCGTTGATATGATGACTGGTCAAACTCGTGAGAGAAAACGTGAAGATATGTTTACTTTTGCGATGTCATGTAACATGTTGGACTTTAAAAACCCTGAAACGATTAGGAAAATCAAGGAATTCAAGGACAAGGTGCTAATGCCAATTTTTAGCGACAACCCAGAAATGGTCGAGTTTGTCTGTACGCTCTTTGGATATTTTATGACTGGCGAAAAGGATGAACGTGCTCTGTTTATTTTCTATGGTGAGGAGGGAGCAAACGGTAAGGGAACACTTATGGAGTTCATGGAGTTGATTCTGGGACAATTCTTCGATTTTGTGCCTAAAGAGATTTTCATTAAATGTACTGGTAATAAGTCTGAAGGTTCTCATACTGCCCATCTTTCTGAACTACAAGGTATCAGACTGGGCACGTATTCGGAGACAGAAGATGAAGAAGTGCTAAACTAGGCACTTTTGAAGTCGCTCGTTTCAGAAGGCGATTAGGTCAAGTCTCGTAATCCCCATGCTACCACGTATATTAGATTTTAGAGCCTTGCTAAATTGATCTTGCAGACTAACCATAAGCCCAAGATTAATGCAAAGGACAAGGCCTTAATTAGCAGACTCATCATGATTCCGTTTTTGGAAACATTTGTTGATAATCCAACTGGACCACATCAGCGTAAGTTAGACAGAAGACTTATTGACATGTACAAGAACGATTTACTTGACGTGGTTTTTACCACTTTTGTATGCGGTGCAATGGAATGGTATAAGTTGAGACAGGCTAATATTAGACTTCGCACCAAGCTTCCTGAAGTTGCAGTGGAGACCACCAAGGAGTATGTTTTGGAAAATGACAATGTCAAGCAATGGATGAACGAACAATGCGAGTTGGGATCTACCAAGGAGCATGAAGCTACAGTCAATGATCTTTGGCTTTCTTATGAAGCCTGGTGTGACACTTATGGACACAAGAGTATTGGAAATCGACCATTTACTAAGCATATGCTCCATGTGTTCAAGAAGCAGGTAAAAATAGGAACTAGTCGCGGTTACCGTGGCATCAAAGTTCTCCAAAAGCCTGATCCTGGCCAATTTTGAAAACACACTTTAGGACAAAATTAAAAAATATACAACGTTACTATGCCTATAATTACATTGTGTTCTGTTCATGGTGAGGCTTTCACACTTCACACTTGTTTCACACTTGTTTTACAAACTTACTGACCAAAGTTACATGCCACCATATGATTTTTCTGTTCATCAAAATATTTATTCACCAATACAATAACGTTGTTTCAATAAAATTGGGTTGATCATGAGATGCTAATTTGCACGCTTATTTCTCATTTGTTCAGCATATTTATTTTTACAAAAAAAAATTTGATCAATTTGGTTCATATTTTATTGAACAATGTAGCTTCACTATTGACTCAAAGAGTTGAAATAAAGTTAATAGTATCTGTACTTTTATGAACCAAATCAACTGGGATGGGGTATGCTTGGACAGGGAAGTTTAGAAAACAAGTGTGAAACAAGTGTGAAGTGTGAAAGCCTCTCAGTTAACATATCTGAACTAAAAGAAGTTCACCAAAAGGCTGTAATTTACATCTTAAATTTGGACAAGTGTGTTTATTTTTTCGGTGTTTTCATTGATTACCGACTTCATAAACTTTAAGAATTTATCCATATGTCCTCGTGCAGAATAGGCTACCCATGCGCATACTAAAATTACATTCCCTATTTCAAACTTTTTCTTTGTGTCAATTCGGTGTATGCATATTAATAGTGGTTGTTTGCTTCCTTTTTGCCACTCCATTTGCTGACCAGTGAGTGCACAAAGACCTTTTTGTTTCCGGTACAGATCAATGCAATGTGCTATAAAATCGGGTTTGTTCATGTCCTGTCTCCATCCTGAATTATCGTTGGTGCATAGATAACGAATATGATCTTCTGGACTATCAAATCTTTTGAAATAAATGTTTCTCTGTTCTTGACCACGTCTGTCCTTTGACTGACTACCACTAAGTCCAACACGTTTCTGAATCTTTGATGGTGATATATATGATGCTGAACTTGGTGTAGGTAAAAGACCTTTGGATGTCGACGAAACACTTTGCGAGTGCATGTTTTGGAATGAGATGAATAAATTTGATTTTTTCTAGAATAGCAATTTTTTGTTTGGTTTGCTCATTTCAGTTGTTTGGCCAATTTGCCAACGAAAAACCAGAACATTTCTTCTCCGGTATTTGCTAGCGCACCGTTAGTATAGCGACATACAAGTCTGACATTGCCAATTTCATAGCTTTTATGCCCATTAATTCGATCTATGGATATTGCGTACATATCTTCGTCTGTATCCACTGTGACATCCCACTTTAATGGCAACTTTGTAACTGCACAACGACCATTCTACTTGTGAAAGAGTTCAATTACATGTGCTACAAATTCTGGTCGAGAGCGATCTTTGTCTCGTTGACGGTTATGACAACTACACGCGTAACACAAATATCGAATAAAATCTTCCGGACTGTTGTGTCTGTCGTCATAATATTTTTGAATTTGCTCAACAGTCAAACCTGTATCTTCTGATAATGTATCTAAACGGTTTTCTGATCTTGCACATGGTGCGAAGTTTGCGGCCATGTATAAATGACAGTTGATGATGAAAATGTTTACTGTTTGGATGGAAAAACTTGTTGGGCACAAAAATATTTTTGAACCGAGACGAAAAACAAATCTTGGCAAATAAATTTTTTTGGATCTCGCACTCGCACTTTTGCTTGTTTGTCCAAAAAACAAAAAGAGTCCAACACACAAAAAATTTTCGACCATGTCACTTCGATCACTCATCTTTTTACTTTGCATACTTGTTCTTGTAGTAACTACCAAACTTGTACTTGTCGAAGCATGTCAACCTGGAAAATGTGGCTACAATTGTGACCAAACATGTCCCATGGGTTGTTCAATGTCATGCGACCCAACTAGTTGCAATTGTCAGCAAGGTTGTGACATGGGACGATGTGGCTATCCGTCGTGCGACCAAATATGTCCCATGGGTTGTGATCATGGTCAATGCAATTCAGATTGTTCATGTTAGTCATGCAGTTTGGGCAAATGTGGACTTCCAAGTTGTTTTAGCAACTGTCCATTCGAATGCTCGTTGAATTGTGATTCGATGACTTGTGCATGCCCGCCTTCTGGCAACCAAAAAATGTAAATGTTTCGGGCACACGGATCGCTTTGCCAAAAAAACGAGATCTTCGCCAATATTGTTGTTTCGCTCAATCCACAAAACCTGTTCAAAACATGTACCCATCAAAAATACTTGTCATCCTTTTGTTCATTATCGTTGTAACAAATCTTGTTGAAGCTGGTTGCATGACAGGCCAATGCGGTTCCAGATGTCAACACCATTGTCCATACGGCTGTTCGACTACTTGTGACCAAATGACCTGCTATTGTTTAAAGGGCTGCGAATCCAACCACTGTGGCATGCCATTTTGTTTTCAAACATGTCCCAAAAATTGTCAAACTGACAAATGCAATTGGAACTGTTCATGTGGAGCATGTATTGTTGGCAAATGTGGCAGAAAATGTTTTGAAAGCTGTCTCGCCAACTGTCCAACGGGTTGTGACCAAGCAACTTGTTCTTGTATCAAAAAATTGGAGCAGTAAAAAGAATTACAAATATTTGTTTATATCGTTCACTTTTTCGCTGTATTGCCAAAAATGTTCGACAACTTCATCATGTTACTTGCCTATTCTTCGCGAGCACGTTTACTGTGAACACCTCCCTTCTTCTTGTATGCTGGAACGAACTCTTTGGACTTGTCTCTGGAAGCTACGTTGTCAATCATCTTGTTCAGCATTTCAGACTAGTGTTCACGAGTTTCATCGTTCAGAGCGGCACGTTTTGCTTTAGGTTGATCACTTGCAGAACCGTTATCGTCACTTTCATCCATTGCCAATGTGTCAATACGTTGTTTGTCATCTTCACGAGTACGTTTCTTACCCAGCACGGACTGAGGACCAAAGAAGTTGGCCAAAGAAACCAATCCCTTCATCTGTGAACGAACCATTTCAATAGCATTGTCAAACACCTTGTCAACACCTTCGAACATGGGTTCCATAAACTCGCTGAAAATGGGCTTGACGAATTCCAAATAATAGAGTCTGTTAATCTTGATCTTGCCATTGGAGTCACGAACGTAGTTTGGATCTTCGGCCATCTTCCACTTCTTGTCATCCTCTTTGCCAGTCCATGTCATGACAAACGGCACACGATCACCGGACTTGGGTTCCTTACCGGGTGCACGTTCTCTCATCTTGTCTCTGACAGCAGCCTGATGAGGTGGAGGAGGAACCTTGCCTGTTTCTGGATCGGGTCCTTGTTCATAACTATACGAAAGTTTGAGGCTCTTGGAAATGACATACTTGTCCAAAGGAACCTTATCATTGACAATATCGTTAATGACGTTCAAAAGAATTGATTTGGCTTGGTTTTGGTCCTTCTTCTCAAAGACAGCATCCATCATTGCAGTATAGTTGTCGCGCATGTGGCTGCAATTGTCGCGACGTTTTTGCGCTACTCCCTTAGCGCTCACTTTTTTTTGTAAATAAATAAAAATTAAAAAACGGTTGGTTAGTAATTCAAATAAATAATATAATTTTGGTTCTGGTTCTGGTCGGTGTTTGAAACGTATGAACTGTTTCTAAACAGAATTCGAGAATTTGACTTTCAGTTGTATAAGTAACATTCATCATAATCACCACATCATGGGTCAGCATAAACATCAGCAACAACTCATTTCTAACATCAAGGAAACAGCACTATCAAGCGATGGCTGGAAAAAGTTCACTGGAGTAAAAACTACTATTCCAACTCCAGAAGATATCCGTCAATGGCCAACTTCAATACCATTAACCAAATGGCCGAAAAATCAGCTACGCCAATATAAAAACATATTGAAGGCTGTTCAAAAATCTACAGCGGAGGAAAACGGGACACTACACAAAATCCAAAAAAGCGAAAGAGCAAAAAATCTAAAGCGAACCAAGGCAAATATGGACCCAGAAAAGTGGAAAGTCCAGTCCAAAAAGAAGTATGAAAGAAACAAAAAGTTCCTCAAAAAGCAAAAAATGAAATTGTCCGTTGTCCTTGCTCACATGAGAACAAAATCAACAAAATTCCATGGTGAAGATTTGATTACAGTAACAGAGATTGAAGGAGGTCGCCACATCTATCATGATTGCGGAGAGGAAAGTTGTTTAGCAAGGTGCAATTGTTCGCACAATGATATGCCAGATTGCAAAACAGAATGTTATCTCTGTGGCGCTGAAAATGCTACTAGTCCGGATGCTGTTATACCATCTCTTGGTCATGTAACTGGCAATATTAGATCAGCATGCATAAACTGTCAATATTTCAAAAAAGATACGACTCCAGACGAGTTTAAAGCTTATGCTGAAGCCTTAGTTTCTCATGCACAGCGCGGTCGTCCTTCTACCAAGGTAACGATTCCAGAAAAAAAGATGGGCAAGAAATGGAGTAATTATCGGTATTCTTCACTCTCCAAAAAGAAAAACAAGTTCGGACAGAAAACCCTAGATGTGAACGATGTCGGCATGCAGTATGAGCATGAAGATGGTTCTAAAACAAAATACCTCACTAGATCAGATATGCTTGAACTCTTTCAAACAAGTTGCTTCTGGTGCGGTGAAATCCCATCTGTAAAGAAGATAGGAGGCGCAGATAGACTCAACAATAACCTTCCCTATATTCAAGGAAATGTAGTACCTTCATGTTCTAGATGTAATTATGCCAAGGCCATGCCTCGTTGTGTTCGAAAAGTAGAACCTTCGCCGATCGAACTGATTGCACACCTTACCAAAGTGCTCCAGTTTCAAACACCGACCACCAGTAATGAAAATTAAAAAAGCATTTGCGTAACATACCTTTGCCCTTTGTCAGACGACCATCTGAAACCATGTAAAACTTGCCAATGTACTTCTTCTTGCGGAATAGAACCAAAGGACAAACTAGCTTCTCATTTTCCAGCTTGATAATGTCGTGGCTTGTTTTGGCTCTTAAATATTCGGTTACTTTCTTAGCTATTTCATTACCACGACGGCACGCTTCTTCTAAATCCTTAGGATTATCAAATAAATCCTTGTATAACACAAAAACGGAATCTAAATATATTCAAATTGTTAGCAACAGTCAGCATAAAAATAAAATGTTTTTCCTAACTTACCAGTATCTCCATAAACAACTTTTGTTTGATAACGCGCAAAATCTTCTTCAACAATTCTCTTGGTCTCCAAAATGTACTCTCTTCCGATAAAAGTTGTTGATTCTGCAATTTTCATGCAAGGCATCATACCGTTCTGAACGCCTGTAAATCCATACTATTTTATTGCAAAAAAGAAGAAACAAGTTAGCGTATCGTCAAAAAAGCAAAGGCACCACAAAGCGCATTGATAGTTACAAAGCTGTTCATGACTCTAATTGTGTTGAAGACATTAGCATGTTAGTATTGTTGTAAGTAGACGAAAACTACTAAAAAATGCATTACATACACTTTGATTGCAAGCTAGAGAGCCTCTAGGGTCAGCCACTAAACGCTGCCTTTTTCATATTTATCCTGCTCCGTCTAAACTTCCTTTCTCTTCTTCTTCAGTTCAACAAGCAAATCTGCGACAATATTGGGACCATCCTTGATAAAGTAATGTGTTCGTTTAGGATTTCCTTTTTCAACTTCGACGGTTGTAAATCTGATACCATGTTTTATGGCAAACTCCAAATACTTATCTTTCAGAATCACGGTAGAGTAACATAAACTGTTTGCAACCATAATGGATGGGTACAGAGAAGAAAAATCCAATGTGTCCACAGGTTGATCGTAGAATCCTGGTGTGGGTTCTAAAACTGTGGCTCCAGCGTATCCATCGTCATTGGAAATGATATCGTTCTTGTCTGGAACATTGAAAATAAAGCCTCTTGCGTGCGCTCCTTGCAAAAGCATTGACCATACCCTGATCTATTGACCACGCGTAACTACATCAAACATGGACGTCAATGTAACGTTGGACATCATAATTACGCAATTTTGCAACAGATTCAGCACATATGCCAATTCATCTGTACGGTCAGTATCAATCGCGCAATAGTAAACATTTTGAAACCTAGCTTCATCGTCTTTGTCCCAATTTTTGAAAAGCGCCTTGTCTTCAAAATCCATCTTCACTTTGCCAACTCCCAAAAAGTTCATGGCAACATCGTTCAATTTGTAACTGCCCAACTTGTACTGATCCTTGATGACCAAGAACAAGTCAACATTAACTCTACCGGGCATTGGTATGCTAATAAGTTTGTTGTCACCTTTGGCCGCTGAAGATAGAACCTTCTTGGTCAATGGTGTACGCTAATAAATAAATCTGCCCTATCGGAAGAAGCGAGAATCAGAATACATGACAACTGTTCCGCCAACAGATTTGGCTTCTTCCTTCTTTTTCTTCTTGGTTTGCGAGCCAATTTGGTCTTCTAGGGTCATTTGGTCAACCAATTCGTCCAAATCATCAATATCGTCATCATCGTCGAATCTAGACAAAGGTTCCAATGAACCATCCCACTTTTGGCGGCCAATAATTTTGTTGGGTGTGGTTGCAGCAACATAGGTGGCCATGTACTTCCAATCGAAAGCATCACCGTTGTAAGTAAGAATGAAATCCGGATCAACCTCATGAACCATGAAATCTCTCCAAGATGCAAGCATGTCGGTTCCATTGTCGTAAGTGAAGATTTGAATATCTTGACCGTCAAGTCTCTTGTTGCCCTATTGTTCAGGAGGCGGATTGGCTTCATCAACTTCAGGTCTCCAACCATCGGGTCTTTGAACTGTACCAACATGATGACTGAATCTTTTGGCTTCATTGGGGTGTTGATCTATGGTGCGAACGGTAGTGTTGATACAAATGGGAACATCTTCAGGATTACCTGCAACTGGGAATACGTAATTTTTCGAATACCACTCTGTATCAAAAGTTGCAATTACCAAGGGTGGAATCTTGAATGCAGCATCTTTGGAAACATTCTTGATGCTACTCTTATGACACTCGATTTCAACCTAAGTGTGAGTAATGAATTCATTGGGCAACTGCCACTAATCAACTTCAATGAACGAGCAATACTTTAGCTTCATCTCATCCATGAACTTGTGTTCAGCCGAAAACTTTCCGGTCTTGTACTCTTCAGGCTTTAGGATTGTTGAAGTGTTGAAACTATTGACAAAAATAGGCTTGAAGTTGCCTCTGCTATCTTTGAGCATGTAAGCACAACGCTAAAGCAACTCCATATTGGGAAAAGCCAAGCGCATGTAGGTATACTACTTTCTGTTCCGGGGGTTGGTTTTATCGGGTCTGTAACCATATGCCTTCATGCCATTTTCGATAGTATAGCTGATACTTCCTGGCAAAACACGAAGACGCTTCTCAAGGACAGTTATGACATCCTTGGCATTTCTTTGGCAAGTCGACCGGCTCCACTTCGAAGGCAACTACAAGTACATGAACGGTTTGAATCCATTAACAATCAGTGTAACTGAATTACCTTGCTCATCAGAACACATGATGACAACCACACCCTTATGGGGCACCGTAGGACTGTTATCATCAACATCTTCCATCATATCATCTTCATTATATCCATCTTCCATCTGAGCATACTACGCATGTGACAAATCTTTGCCATAGAAATCATGTGCATCATATTCTTCAACACCATTCGGTCTATGGTCGTAATATTTGACATCTTTAATGAACAACTTGGCCTTTTTGGCATATTCGGTAATCGTCGGCCTCAGTCCCAACTTGTTGGTCATGATTTTGGCTCTCTTTCCAAACTGAATAACCTCAACAGACTCGGGCATTCTCATGTCGGGACTTAATTTTATACTGGACATATTCTTCTATTCTGTTTTGATTATTGTTTTGAATACGAAAGGGGTCAGTATGAAGTTGAAAAGATGTTTTGAAGCGACTGAAGAGGCACGCGTTTTGTGGAAAAATATTATTGTCTGCCGGTTGCTGGGGCAGGCCCAATAAGTTTCAAAATAAATTTCTGGACGATTGATCTTTGTCAAAGTTTATATTTTCGTTTATTCTCTTGGTTTCGGATATACCATCAACAATGACACCTTGTGCAACGATCGTGTATCTCTCTTCAAATAACCTCCATGACTCCCAAAAACAGCAATATCTGCATCATCTATGGCCAACTATGTTGATGGTTTTTCCATGCACTTGAACAATTCCTATTCACTAATTGTTGCACCACTTTGATTCAACAAATACACTTCCGTCTTAGGCTCATTCGTAGAAGGCACGTATTTGCCCTACTCTGTCCGCTCAAGAGTCAAACATATAATGGCAACCCAATGTGTTTCCTGAAACTGTTCGACTATTTCTTCGCAAAACTCCTTGTCGCCATCCTTGAGTATGCATGTAGAATGAATATACTTTTTGCGCTATTGGTCCCAAACATTACTATAGCGAGCATCATACGAAAACTTCTTGCCGTAAACATGCTCACAGAACACTGGCAAACATATTCCATCGTCCACATCCCCGTCGTATATTATGTTTAAAATCTGGTTATATCTTTTACGAACACTGAACCTGTGATGTTCTTCAAGATATAGCTTTTCTGTCAAATCTCTTACAAGACCCAGTTCTGTGTTTGTGAATCGCTTTCTGTTGGCAACATTGTACTTGCTATCTACCGGCGAAGCAAGGCACCAAAACTTGAATTCTTGGTCCAACTCTTGTGGATCGTATTTTTTAAGAGTCTAGTTGCCCACCATGTCTGTATCACGTAACATGTAATACAAAATTATGTCCTAAAATATTTCTGGGTTTCTGTCCTAGAAAACTACGATATCATTTTCATCGCGGTCCCACTAAAAATCGGTATTGGAAATGATTTGGGCAAATAGCGACTATGGGAATATCATCTCAATCACACCTGCAGATAATGAAAACTACACTCCTCCAATGTTCAATCTAAGCACTCTTCCGCTATCTGCCGGTAAAAAATGTGCATAGTATACTCGAACACACAAAAAATAGAAGTCACGAGGATTTGGGTCACTGCGATATCCAATCTCAATTTCGTACTTGTCGTTGGCATCACAAAGAGCAGCACCATTGCCATTCAATGCGATGCTACTAGTTTTGGTTTCGGATTCTTGAGTAATAAAGTTGACAATGTCCTTTTCGTTCATATTGATCAATACACTATACTTTGGCATGCATTGGAATTTGTAATCGTACCACTCTTCTTCAACTACGTCATTTGGATCTATGCTGTACTCGAATTTTTGGCCCGGCTTGGTATTTTTCAGAGTAATTACTGTTGCCTCATGGCCCAAAAAAACAAAATGTATAGAGACCGTTGCTGCCAGCATGCAAATATTTCGGTACACGATATTTTACTCTTTCTTCCAGAAACTACCGCTCCCAGCCATTCAACTTTACAGTGGGTGTTTTGTTTTTGCACTTTTGGGCCAATTTTGGAAAGTCTTCTGAGTAAAAAGAATCACTGATTTCGAATACTTTTTTGCGAGTGGTGGCCATGGATGGTGCGGAATAAGGTAGGGTAGGAGTAGAAAGGAACAAAGAGCAAGAGGGGTTCGGTTGGTGAAAAAACGGTGGTTGTTGTAGTATTATTGGACGAGCCTGCCTTTTGTTTATTTTTTTTGATGGCTTCAATATTTAGGTCTCAAAACAACTGCAGACATAACATACGTGTCATGCTTCGAAGACTCCCTCCCAAAGTTGATCAATTCGTTGGGGTTTACATAACAACGAACTGATTTCAACTCTTGTAAATCTGCATTATCTTGTCTTATACGAATATATTGTTGGTCATCGTTACTATCGCTGTAATAACTAAACAGAATTCTATCGAATATTCCTACACGGTCGTCATCAATAAGTCCATCCCCATCTATATCTCTCACCAAATCTAACGAAACCACGTCAATCTTGTGTGTTTCGGCAAACAAATTAACAATTTGCTGGTAAAACATCTTGTCACCATCAGGTATACAACCGTTTCCAGGATACCTCGTATCAAAAGAAGCATTGTGATACCAAATTGGAACAACAAGATATTTGCTTGGCTTATTAGTCCATCTTTCAAACAACATTTGCAATCGTTCGTTGCAATATAATTTATGGTGATTGGCCTTTCGAACCTTGAACATCAAAGACCTAATTTGAGAAATTTCTGCTTTAGTGAACTTGCTTTCGTTGGTAAAATTGTAAATCATGTCTGTCGGAGAAGCAAGACCCCAAAATTTGAATTCTTGGTCCAACAATCCAGAGTCGAAGTCCAGCAACTCTTCAACGCCAACGTTTTCCCTGAGATTCATGTATGGTAATATAATCTACGAAAATAAAAGCGGATCTCTGTCGTTGAAGACTATGGCTCCTGTTTCATCGCGCTCCAATCCAACCTGTGTCTAATATATATGGGCAAATAGCGAATTTGGAAAATAATTTGACACCAACTCCATCGATACTGCATGTCTGTTGCCACAAATATTCAAATGAATCCATCTTTCGTCTGCAACTACAATATCTTGATAAAATATTCTTGTTTTTAGGACGAAGCAAGGTTTCTTGACACTTGTAGAATTTTCAAACTCGTACGGCATTGAATTGTAAAACACCAGACCATTCAAGGGATACAGTGAATACTTGTGTTCGCAACCGTCTTTTGTGGGATATGAAATTATGGTAACGTTTTTCGAGGTTTCTTGTTGGTTCACCGTGTCCAAATAAACTAGTGCAGTAATGTATGCTGTATATGTTTTGCAGTCTATTTTCATGGTTTCGTATTGTTCCTGAAATATACCATACTTCACGTGGCTACCATCTTTGTCGATACGAATAATTTGTGCATTGGGATCTACGTGACTCAAAATCGCTAGCTATTTATCGTCTTTGAGCAGAAACGGAATCTGAGCCTATAGGTTGTGTAGAATGGATTCTTGCAAGGTTTTGTCCAGATTGATAGATCGGCTACATAATGTGTTTTTGTTTTTCAACTGTATAGGAAAACCGCCATAGCTTTTGCCAGGAGTCATTGGCTAAAAGTCTTGAGTGTTATTGGAAAGGAGAGCACTCAGTTTTTCGTTATAGTCCTTTCTTTCCAACACGCCGGGATTATACCAACATATATTGTTGTAATTAGTTTTGAATGGAAAATCGATGATATCATTTTTGTACATGATGGTGACGGTTATTGATCAGCGTTAGGAAAAAAAAAAAGGGGGGGGTGCAACAAAGAAGAATGTTATTTTTGTTTTTTTATTCTCTCTGTTCTCAGGCAGTCCAGTTGGAACCCGTTACAAACATGCCTTCGGGTTGAATATCGGGACACTTTTTGCCAATTTCTTGGATGGTCTTTTGTTGGCGATGCTCCAAGACGTCAATGAGTTCGTCCAGGTTTACGTGCGTTACGCGTTCAACATCACGACTGGACATGAGACGACGGGCCATCTATGCATAGGCCAAACCATAGTTGATGTGCATTAGAGCAATAAGATGATTCTTGTCCTGTCCCGCATGAGTTGCATACTGTGCAGCCGATTGGGTTAGTGTTCTAACGTGGCGCACAATGTCACTTGAGTAACGCTTTGTTTCAGAGGTTGCCCACTTGGAAAGCATTGTAACTAGTATGACGACGACCAAAATGCCAACTGCACACTGAACGGCCAATACCATTCTGTTGTGTTTGTGGGCCTCGTCTGTTCCCGAGAAGATTGCCTTGACTACACTGCTAAATGTCATGTTGGTTGTTGTTTGTGTTGGAGGAATACTTGAGTTGCTTTTGCTCTTTGAGTGCTCATAAATTTTTGAAATGGGACCAACATGATTATCAAAATATTTTTTGTGAACTCGACAAAGTTTGCAACTTCGAAATATTTTTTTGGACCGGCTCAAAATTTTTTGGACCAGTTTCAAAATTTTGTTTTCTGATTTGCTCAGTCTCAACAACAAATAATATGACCAGTCCCCAAACTTCATTCGAAGCATTTTAGGTTGCGATTTCTTGGGTTGAACAACTTGACCAACAGATTAGTGAACTAAGAAACAACAAACAAGACTACAAGTCGGTGCTTAGACAGCGAAACAGATTGATGAGATCCATTGCCAGTAACAAAGATTGGACTGAATATTTGGAACAACGTACAAGAGAAAAGCGACAAGAAATACAAAGAAGATTGGACCAGCGAGGCTATGTTCCTCAGTATGTCAGAATGATTACTTCGAATCGCAGTTGCTGTCACGGTGCAGTAGAATTTGTAGAAGTAACTGATACAGACGAAGAAGACAATGAAAACAACTCGGAAGAGCAGCATGAATAAAGATATAGATTACAATTTTATCGTTTTGCACATCCAACGTGACCATTTGGCTGACACCTTGTTGATGGGTTGCTCCCAAGTCCAATATGCTTCAAAATTGTCGGCGTTGGTCTCCCAAAATTCGGTCAGTTTGCGAATAGGAATATCTACAGGAAAACAACAAATAGTCGTCACGATCCCAAAACTGACTTGGCCAATATCATCTGCCCTTCTCATGTTCCATTGATACCATTTTGCATAAGGTAATGCCAAGAGCCAGAAAGGGACCTGAAATGCTGCCACTAATAGAAGAGACATGTTTGGAAAGGGGTGTACTGTGTGGGTTAAGTGAAATAAAAAGAATATTGTTGGCTCTGCCTGCGAATGCTGTTTTTTGTTTTGCAGAACTTGACGTCAAGTTGGTTTGTTTGTTCGCGAGCATTAGGAACACTATACTGCGAAAAAAAATTGGGCCACCGCCAAAACACACCCTTTGCACCCCTCAAAAGCCAACAACTTTTTTCGCCTCACCCCTTCCTTTCAACTCAACACCCCTTCTCACCAACAAATAACATGTCACGTCAACCAACATCCAAAACCACCTCAATTTACACTTTTTTGCAGGCTCTTGGCAACATTGAGCAGGGTTCATCTGCCACCATTGATGTGTTAGAAATCCCTGCAGTCAGCATTAATGTAGAATCGCTGGGCAAACTGCCATCAAAGCGCCTCGATAACGTGTCGATTGGCCGTTTTTCTATTGTCTTTGACGACAAATTTACTCTTGACGATGCTACTCGTGACTCGGAAAAACATACTCTTTACATTGGATTTTTTGTGCAGAATTTCAAGATCATTGTGGACCTGCTCGCAACCGTTGCACGAAAAATTACAATTGGTTTGCTTGAGCACGCATCTTTGTTCAAGGCACTCTTGAATAAGGTCCAGTATGCACATCTTGACGTATAGTTTCACATTGGTGTTATTGCATGTCGTCCACGTAGTATCGAAGGATTTGTGGTAGAGAGCATTGACTATGGTGTGAAGTAGTATTTTGCCGAACACAAGTCTCAACAGAATCCGCAAACACTCTTGGTCATGGCCGAATACTTTTCGATGTACGACACTGTGTTGCTCAATGCCGACGTTATTCGTGGAACCATGAGCAACCTTGTTCTCGATTTATCGTTTGTACTTTTGGCCAAAGATTCTGATCACTTGGAGTAGCAGGCAGCCATTGCACCCAACTTTATCGGTCAGGTCGACAACAATTACGCAGCATGCGAAAATGCCATGAATGTAGTTTTTCTCGCCAACCATCTTCGCGGCGGATTCTACATTCAACAAGAGCGCATCGCCTACGAAAATCGTATACCTTCCGGATGTTTGGGCAATTTGGCATACCTAATGAGCGAACCCAAAGGCATAGCACTCGATGTGATCAAATACTTGCCCGTTAATCACATGCTCAAATGCTTTGGGGCAACATGTCGCTCGTGGTACGAAAATGTCCAACACTTTTTGCGCACGAATTCGGTTATTATTCCTTCGACTACATTGCTCGAATACGTTGAATAGCACGAAAATTCGGCATAGTTGGTCGATTTTCTTGCGAATCATGTTTTGCAGTGGAAGTATGTTGCAGAATAGCACTACAAAAATGTAGGAGTGTTATCGTGGACAGGTCAAGGTCAGATTCGTTCCTATGTTGACAAAATGTTGGATTCGGCAACATCCTATGATATCAAGTATGAATGGATGTGCTTGCTTGAAGTGATGGCAGAATCGATTTATTCTAAGTAGCATCCTTCCAAGTGGTCTGTTCTGACGTAGCTTATTCTAGACTTTAAAGTGCGCTTCCCAGCAACCGACATATCGTATGACCATATTATCGAAATCGTGGACCAGAAGGACAATCTCACTATCGATGAATGCTATGCTGTCAATGAACAAGACATGCAGAATCCAAAGGTGCGCCTGTTCTTTGAAAAACTTTTGCAAAACCCCGATACTTGGGAAGTGGCTCTGAAATCAGCCGTTTTGGGTGGAGCATACACTTTGGCTGAACTTGTTTTTGATAGTTTCCGGAACCGAAAGCTTGAAAAAAACGATGTAGACGATGAGGGAGACTAGAAGATCGACATGTGTAGCACCGTTATGCTCAACTTGGCCGAAATTTGTTGTTACAAGAAAGATTTACGGATGACTCGGCTTCTTATTTAGCGGTCTGGCATATTTTTTACCCGTATATATCGCGGTGATGATTGTAGCAAGTTTTAGCGACTCTACAACCAAATTTCATTCATCGAATACAAGGCATTGGGCCACGATGATGATGCATACGACAGTGAAGACGAAGATATGGATACCAGTAGTACGGACAACAATCTTGGTCTCTGCGCTGCATTTGCTATTGCCAGCAGTGGCAGGTATCCTTGTGCCGAAATTATGAAGGAGGTGCGCAACCACCTGAATGATGATGCCATTCTTACGGCTGTATTGACATCGGGTTAGTTTTTTGGCAATCTGGATTCGTTTTTGGGCGCCGTGTTTTCGCCGTTGATAAGAAATGAGCCTTTTTGTAGTCGTAGCGGAATGTTTAATTTGTTGCTCAGTGCAGTTTTGACGCATAGCGAACATTTTTACCAAAACTATTTTGCTGCGTCATGCATCATGGCCGACTATAAGGCAAGCGAATGTTTCCGTTTGTGCGGGAAAGGGATCAAGATACCTGAACTCGAATATGGTGACCTAAGCAAAATTATCATGCATGAAGCAGAGTTGAGTATGCGTATAGAGGCGCTATTCTCGCTGTGTAAACATTATGATATGCCGCCAACTTGGTTAATTTCGGAGGACCTGATCTTGTTTTGTGCGTAGTATGGCTCGCCAAAGATTTTGGACTACTTGTTGGCAGAAGATTGGGTCCATTTGTCAAAGGCGTTTGTCGATAGGCTGTGTTGCTGGATTTCAAGGTCGAGCGATCCGAGTTAGAGACTGTAGGTTTTGGTTTTGCATTGTGGCAAGTCGATGATGCAGGAACTTGTTTTGGATTATATTCAGTACAAGTATTATGTGAAACCCGAAGTTGTCGTGCAGATGATGCAGGCCTCGGTGCCATTTGACAAGAAGTTTTGTAGCGAGTTTCTGTCGTTGGCGTGCAGTTTGGACAAGGTGGAGTTGTTAAGATTGTTTGTGGAATCGGGTGCTTGGCAGATGGGACCTTTTGATTGTGTGGAGACTGGATAGACCGTTATGCGTTCGTTTGCGCATGACAGCACTTTGGTGTCGTTGTTGCGAAAGATGGCTGCTCCCAAGTAGAAGTTGCTGTCTGGCGACACGAATGCGCACAAAAGAAAGGCAGACCAAATAGCCATGCCAACCCAAGAAGAATATTTTGCCAGTTTGCCTTGCCCGGGTTCGTATTTAAACAATCGGTACAGGGAATTTTGCCAATGGGTGCCCAATCCGGTAGTCGATGTTTCGGTAAACATTCCCGATTTCGAAAAGGCCAGAAATATTGCGCTTGAAACAACAATTTCCGATGAAATAGAGGGAACAGTCAAAAGAAGACGATGAGTCAACTTGCTTTTTTTTATATTTATTTGGTTTTGTTTTTTGACTCGGTATGCTTTGTACGGTTGACATATTAATTGAGTTGCTTCTTTTTGCGACAAAAATTGAACGTTTTTTGTTCGTTCGGATTTCTAGTAATTATTACGTCTGTTCGATAATAAAAAACTTGTCATCATATTTTATACATCAATAATAACACGAATTTTAGTTTCTTTTAGCCATGGCAACAACTTATGGTGGTAGCCTCAAAACAGGTAGTCTTAGCCTGTAGCTTTCTTCTGGTGGTTAGTCCAAGATAAATGCTTATAATGATGTAACTGTTTCTAGTTAGTCCGGTAGCACGGTAAACTTTGTTTTTGACAATAATGTCGCAACGACGGTGAACAAGTCTTTGACTGTGGGGACATAGACTTTGGTCGCTGATGCGGTGGCCAACACGGTTAGCATTGGTAGTCTTTTTACAGCCGACAATACCAACAATAGTTTGACTTTTGGTAAGGCAGATGGGTCGACGAGTTTGAATTTGAAGGGTCCTTTGAGTACAAATGGAAGTTTGACTGTTGCAGGAAATCTTTTGGTCAATGGAACAACTACGACGGTTCATTCTAGCTAGGTTACTATTGATGATAACATGTTGGTTCTAAATGCCAATCCTACTTAGACTTCGGCAGCTGCTGGTATTGCCGTTTAGCGTTATTATGGTGATGTTCGTAATGTTACTACGGATAAGTTGGCCTAGTCGGGTGTTGTTACTTCGTTGACGGGAACGGCTTCTTCGACTGCTATTGCTGTTACCGATAATGCACCTACGATTGTTGCCAATAGTTTTTCTTTGCAAAACGGTGCAGTGAGTAATGACTTGCTAGGCGGTGGTTTGCTTATTTTCATCAACACAACAGGCGGAACCGTAGCAGGTTCAATTCGCTATGCTTCAGCAACCGTTAATGCTGGTAGCTACACTTTTATTTGCGTTGGTTCGGTTACTGCCGCCATAGCCAATACTGCCAATGTTACCGTAGAAGTTTGGAGAGCAGCCTATTCGGGCATGTTTTACAATGAATCGGCTGGTTAGTTTGTACTGGGCTACGTCAACAAGGATCTGGCAACTGGTGATGTGTTGAATGTTGTCCGCAGAGCCGATGCTGCACTAAACAATTTGAATGCTTATGGGTCGACAACTGTATAGGGAGGCCTGTCTGTTGCGGGCGCTTCTAGTTTGGCTTCATTGGCTACTAGTGGTTCCAGTACGTTCTCGGGTTCTGTTTTGGTCAGTGGCGCAAATACCTTTACGGTTGGCAGCGGTTTGACGTCGCTGGGCGGCGCTTTGAGTGTGAGTGGTTCATCTACCCTAGGCACGCTTAACGCAGGTTCTACAACGGTAAGCAATCTAAGTTCAGGCAATATTACCTTGTCGGGAGCAAGCAGTCTCTATTTAACAACCGGCGCTGCAACGTTGGGCGGGACTTTATCCGTTTCCGGTTCGTCTACATTGGGCACACTCAACGCAGGCGCTACAACAGTAACTACTCTTACCACGTCGAGCAGCGCTGTTATTAATGGCTCCACGACTCTGAACGGAGCGGTTACGGTGAGCGGGGCCAACAGTCTTAATGTGGGCGGAACAGCGTATCTAAACGGGGCGCTCTGGGTGACTGGAGCACAAACATTGACAGGAGCAACGTATCATGCCAGCAACGTCACCATTGCGAGCGCCACTGTCCTCTCTGTTGGTGGTTAGACTACTCTGGGAAATACCTTGTATGTTACTGGACAAACGACTCACAATGCCACAGTTAACATTACAGGAGGCGCTGGAACGCTTGCAGCTGGTTTATCTGTTTCTAGTGGCGCAACATCATTGGGCGGGAGCCTTTCTGTGGCCGGAACAAGCACTTTAGGAACACTCTACGCATCGGCTTCCACTTTTTCAGGAGCGCTTGTTGTGACGGGAACAAACTCAGTATCTATTGGCGGTGCAGCAACTTTGAATTCTTCATTGGCGGTCACCGGCAATACAACACTGACTGGTTTGTCGGCAACTTCAGCAACCATTAGCGGTAGTTTGAGTACAACCGGTTCATCCACTCTCGGCACACTGTATGCCACTTCTACAACGCTATCTGGAAATCTCAATATCACGGGGACAAACTAGCTGAACGTAGGAGGCTCAACATCTCTGGGTTCAACTGTAAACATTGCAGGCGCTGCAACCTTACAATCAACCGTTGCCATCCAAGGTCAAACAACTTACGCTTCAGACATTATTTTGAAAACCAGTACAGCAGATGCCACAGGCAGCACATTCAAAAAGCTATACTTTTCTGATCCTGCTGCTGGAGAGCACGATTACATCTATGCGCGCGTTGTGACCTCTTCTGGAACAACTGCTGCATCCCTTCAGTTCGTCCAGCATAGTGTCGCAAACAACACAGATACGGTTTTTTGGGTTGGAAATTCCTACTAAGCCTATTAGTATTAACAGACATAGCAGTGAGAGTCTGCAAACAAATAAATTTCAGGCAAACAAATATTCGTAGAGCAAATTATTGTTACGGTTTTCGAGAATGCCATAAACACAAAACACAATGATTTCCAAACAACGGTTGATTCAAAGTAACATATTTATTCAATACTCTTCTTCGACAGGAAAATCGGCTTCAGTAACATTCTTCCATGTGTTGCCATTGTCTATGTCGCTTACGATGCTTTCGCTTACTGCAAAAAAGTTTGCTCTTTGTTTTCGTGTTCCCATTTTCTTGGAAAACTTGATTAATGCGGCGACTCCTTTGTTGATTTTTGAACGCTGAGTCCCGTCACGAATTCTGTCCTGGGCGTTGTCTGCATGCGTTCCTGTAGTCAAATGAAGCGGATTCACACAATCTTTTCTGTTGCATAAATGTCTGACAACTAATTCATCGGATATATGTTGCTTTCTATGAGCCATCAATGACAATCGGTGTGCCTTCATTGTAAGTCCAGAAACCGAGGTATGTCCGTAACCGTGTTTTATGGCCCTCTGCCAAATCCAATGCCCTCCGGCTATCTATTTAGAATTTTTCTTAATTTTGGCCGCATAAGCATCATAATCAGTAAGATCTTTAATAGACTTTTTCTCTCTTTCTGTTGTATATTTCTTGTTTCCCGTTACGTGAGACCATGATAATCCGATATCGATATTTGCCACTACAGATAGGGTAGTATTAAATCTTTCTGCACGTTCCTTTTGAGACCCATTTCCTTTGCTCTTATAAATTTCCAACGCCAATTCGTTAGTAAGTGTTGCATTATATGTATCTTCACCTTTTATACGAGTACCATCTCTATCCATGTCATCCATATTATCCTAATGAGAGCCAACCTCAAGATGCAAAGCAGCCACACAATGCTTGTTTCCGCACATATGCCTTGCTAATTCGTGCGATTCTAACATTCTTCCTAATTTGTCTCCGAGCGCCCAACGATGTGCCTACATCATTGTGTCGTCTACCTTAAATCTAGCATAACCTGAAGGTTCACGATACCCAGTCCAAAGTAAACATCCATTTTCTAATTTGGTATTCTTTGCTATGATGGCTCTAACTTTTTCGAAGATGCTCGGGACAATGCAATGGTATGGGCTTACACAAAATTCATTTTCACAGGTACATCTAATGTACTATTTGGGAGGTTCTGTGACTCCGTTGTGTGCCATGTATACAAATATTCTAACAGCATGTCTTTCTCCACAACAAAACATATCATCTTTTGCCTTCTTATATTCACCATTTTGCTTTGGCCAATACCAATGTTGAGTCTCTTCATCCTTGACTACATGTTCATCTACATATGCACGCAATTTTTCGAGGTCCATTGTTTTTTTATCGAGACAGAAGAACAGAAGGGGCTGAGACTACGTGCAGAAAAGAAAGTTTTGATTTTTTGTTGCTCCAAACCCCCAACAAACGCAAACTTTGAAAACATAATTTCTGGCCTCCGGCGTTTCAGAAAAAATGGTTCCTCGCAACCTGCACATACAACACCATTTACTTTGTTACGAATTTTGTTGAACATAATCTGCAATAGCTTGATGCAAAGGCTGGGCCAACTTCTTTCCAGTCACAGTCCTGATAAACTCTGATGCAATTCTCAATAATTTGTCGTGGCAATGCTGAACAACATCTTCGGGAACTCTTCCACCTCTTGCTGTAGTAAACTAGATGCATCTTTGAACACCCGTTACACCAATAGCCTCCAAACGATCAGCATCCGAAACAACATCCAACAGGTATTGGTCCATTTCACTGTCCATAGGTTTGCGGAGACCTTTGACTTCTTTGGACCAACTGATGTTGTCAATAATTTTCAGAATTCTTTGTTGCTTTTTACTGTCATTGTTTACTGCGGTCAACAAGAATTTTTCCAACGCTTCACGAGTAATGGACAGTTCAGCATATTTGTAATCAACAATGTCATGCGTTAGAGCAGAAAGTAACAAAACATCCTCTTCATACGGTCTCTTCTCCTGTTCAACAATCTAAACAGCATTCTCCATCACCTTTACAGCATGCCTCCAATCATGCGACTCGTCAAACTATTTGGTGCTTTCTTTGGCAAACTCAATAACCTGGTCGACCTGTTGCTAGGAAAATTCAGAACCTTGAACAATGTTGGACATTTTTTCTGAGAGTGAGTGAGCAAATGTTTGCAAATAAAAAAATATTTTTGGACCAAAGCAGCAAAATAAATTTGGACTCTTTCAAAATTTGTTTGTTCAAATCCGTAAAGTTTTGCGACTCAACATTTTATGTTCAATCTGAAAACGCAACATTGTCTGTCGAATTCTTCCATAACTAAAAAATGGGCAACGCACTCAATAGTACGGTAACAACCAACAACAACATCCAAAAACAACGCTTGAGTTCGGTCAATGAGTACGCTAGCAAATGTGGAGTCCTGTGCAGCAATACCATGAACATTACAGATGGTATTATCATCAATAACTCTAATATCGAGGGCGACATATCAATCTCTCAAACTTGTTCAGGAGACTCCAAGTGCGTAATGACAAATTAGATTGACAATGTGGTCAACATGTTTATGAGCAATAGCACCTCAACAGACATTAAAAATGGCATTGCCAAGTATCTTTCTTTGGACATTAATACCAACATATCCGAAAGTGACCTTAGAGTTGCCATTCAGAACAAAGTCAAGAACAGCTGCAATTTTGACATGACCAACAGTTTTACAACCAAGACTTTTCAGATTAACGATTCCAAAATTTCCGGCAATGTTTCAATTTCATAGTCTGCTCAAAATAATGCCAACTGCGCTATTGGTATAACCTCATCTTTAGATGCTGTCGCGAAGGGAACATTAGACAGCAAAACAGCACTGAACAGCATTGACCCCAACTTGGCCTACATCATTATTGCCATTGCAATTTCTACGGCAATCGTCGTGTCTGTAATTGTCTATGTTCTCGCACGCTACGTGGTTCCGGAGATACCTCGCATTCTAGAGACTGTTTTGCCCACGGCAGCTGCAGGAGGTCTTATGAAATCATTATTTACAGGAGGTTCAGATTCAGGTTCAGGTTCAAACGAATAATAAACAAACTTGCCAACAGATTTTATTTTACTCAACCAACTCTAACAACTTTTCCAAACAAAAACTACCAGCACAAACACAAAACCCATGTCCCTTAAAACCGTCAAAATCGCCAGCGGGCCCTATGAATCCATGCCTCTCAAATACGACATTGCCATGATATATTCCAACGGCATGACATCAACGGCCAAATATGCAACCAAGGAACAAATCCAAGACCTATGCTAGCAAGCAGGCATCCCAAGTCCATTCGACAGTAAGCCCCAATCCCAATCTGTTCCCACAACTACGGCATACACAATCCCACCAGGCCTGAGCAAACACGTGGTCAACACCATTAAACCTATATTGCAACAAATCGAAACGGACAAACAAGCCGGTCTCAAAAGAACTGTTGTAATGGCCGAAGATTAGCCCTGTGATGTCCACCCAGTGACACGTCAATTTATCGAACACACAGAAGATATCCTTACCAACGCAATCGAGGCCCTAAAACAAATGGGCATCAAAATTGTCGAAACCGAGGAAAATATCGAAGGTGTTCTTTTGCACATTGATCTGCAGTAATGTATAGTAGTAATGAATATAAAGAAACTTAATAATCAGATTAAAATAGGTGTCAAATATCATCGATAAGCCGGTGAGCAGTGTCAAGTTCCCGGGCGTCAAGTTCCAAATCGGTCGTTGCCTGTCAAAAAGGGGTCGCTGGCTGTCAGCCTCCAAAACACCCCTTCAACAAAACAATTTTCTCTGCACCCCCTTCACCTTCAGCAACACAACACACCCCTTCTGCTCAGCACAACACACAAATGGACTCTCTCTTTTATCCCAGCAGCCAACAACACTCAGCACACATGATGGACGACGACGATCTGCTATTCGACACCATCAAACCACAGCCCCAACATCAGCAACTGCTCCAACAAGAAGAAGACGATTTTGACTTCACGGACAGCGAACCGGACAGCATACCCATGTCACAATGCTCATCTCTTAATAGCAGCTTCTGCGTCGAAGATGCTTTGTCCATTGACTACAACAGCAGTCCATCCTATGACATTAGCAGCAGCAGTCCTTCTTACTCTCCATCCACGGCCACCCAATCTGATTACAATTATGGTTTCGATATCCCCTAGCCCGAATCATTGGACCAAATACTAGCCGACTTTACACTGGACCAACAAGGCAGCTTCATCCAAGAAACCGAGAATCAAGCACATGACAACCTTCATTACACAACGGACCCAGAATCACAGGCGGCGATGCTTCCTTCTGCCATCCAGCGATACTACAACCCAGAAACGGGCCAAATACTCTTTCCCGAAACCAATGACCAACTCACACAGCTGCTGGACGAACTGATCCGTTCCCAAATCGATGTTTCTCAGCTTCAATATCGCTGGCGCGCCAACAAACCCAGCAATGCCATCACATTGTCTCATCTCTACAACACCATCAAATGCGGTCTGTTCACCAAGGACACCATAATCTGCATCATCCTTTCCACCGACGACGAAGCAATCTTTGGCAATTTCCACGAAGATCAATTTGTTCAACTGTTGCAAAGTTGTCAAATCTGCATGTCCATCGAGGCTCGTGTCAACAAACCAATTGGCAAATCCTTCCTCAAGAATGCAGTCCACATTCGTCATCACACCATCGAAGTTGCCATGAGTCTCTGTGGAACCATTTTGGAGCAGTCTGTTTACACCATGGTCGATTTGTTCAGTTCGATGCCCAATTTGCATTTCTACCTCTACCTCACGGACCCTCGCAAAACATCACTGGTCAAGACTGTCTCCGAGGCAACTGGATGTTCTGTTCCTGCTAGACATCATGGCTTTTGGTCCAAGATTGCCAAATTCCAAAATATTCTCGTCATTTTCGTCTTTGACCAAGAGAGCAACTAGAGCCTGTCGGACCTGTCCTCCGTCAAAACTCGCAGAGGTGCTTCACAAGGCAACTATCTGTTTGCATACGTTATGCCCACTTTGGAAAACTCAATTGTGCATCTTACCGTACATTTGGATTAGGCTGGTGATATTGTCGATGGTTCTGTTAGCAAAGAATGGCTGCGCTTTTTCGAGAGCAAGGAATTCATGTCAGGATACAAGAGACTCGCTGAAGTCAATTTGGAAGGAGCCAATGATTAGATTTGTCAAGCGTTGCTTATGCGCAAGTTGTCATAGTTGTGCAAGTAATTACGGACCATTAAAAAATTGTATTGTTGTTGTTTGTCGTTGATGTCACAAAAGTTACGGCGTGCATTGTTATCCAAACCAAACAGCCACAAGTCTCGCCAATTCAAAGCCAAAAACATCTTTACAGACGATCCTCCACATGACATGCCCGACTCACCGCATTGAGACACATGACAATAAAACCATGCGCCTTTGCGAGTTTTGCCAATAACAGCCAACTGAGACGGATAATTGTGACCATCGCGACCTATCCACTGCCAATGAATACTCTCTACATGTTCCATCAAAAACGGATAATCGTATTCCAACTAACCAGTAAACATTGGCGGTACAACTTCAACAAAGTGCAGAATCGCCGTCCTGTCATCAATGTCCAATGTCTGCTCTTGCTGCTAAATAGCCAACTAGTTGCGACTCTTGTACAATTCTCGATCCCTGTTTCTGTAGTATTCTTTTTCGCTTCTAGTTTCTGCATCATCGTTGATATTGTTGCTAGCATACCAAGGTTTATCTTTGTTACGCTCCAATTCTAGCCACTCCTAATGTTGAGCAATGCTTCGGAACAGGACATATTTCGGCGGGCAACCATCATGCTCGCTACGTGGTCTCATTTCAACGGATGCATGTGCAGATGCAACATTATCGAGTGCTTCCTAAAAGTATCCACAGCATACAGACTCAAAATCAACAATGTCAAGTTTTTCTGGCGCGGCTGGTATAAATTCGTCGGACATGTTTTGTTTTTTTGGCGCGATCAAAAATATTTTTTACTCCGTTGCAAAAACTAAAAGCTGACAACACACTTCACTTGACCAACATCAAAAATAAATCCTGTTTCATTACACCATTAACCATTACAATGAACATGCAACCTGCTGATCCACCTGATGACGCCCAAACGCTCGCGATTTTCTCTTGTAAAGCATCTTGGGTGTTTCTTTTTGGTGACAGTCCGACGACGCTGACGACAGCATAATAGTGATCTTGACATTCGTGCCTATCAACTTGTGCAACTGCTCATTACTATGTATCACGTGCATTTGTGGTAACGCAACCAAAGAAACCAAGTCCTACGTCCTGAGTAGCTTCTGTGCCCTAGCGCGCAGCCTTGAAACAGACAGGTCGGCCCGAGAAAATTCCAGAATCGATAAACGCAATGGTTGAGCAGCGTATCTGCAATAAACAAAGATGGTTTGTCCTTTTTGGTCCATGTGATATTGGTTTGTTTGGTTTGGTTTGTACAAAGAAAAGTAAGAGAAAGATGCAAAAAAGGGGGGTGGAAGCGAATGTTGGTTGCTTATGCTGCTTTGCTTGTTCCTTTGAGGCGCTTACTTGGCTGATGAAAAAATTTTGGAAGCCATCACCAAATATTTTTTGCCGAGATCATTCGAACCAACAGGCCAATAGTTCAAAACACAAACAGACAACGTAACTAACAGTCGGATCTATAGGACAATAAACTCATCTCCGTTTCTACACGTTTAACACCATATAAGTTGATTTTCTATGACTGCATTTAAACGAACAAACACGAAGAAAAATTCCTGTCATTTGTTTGACCAAAAATGGAAACACAAAAGTATGAAGAACACATCCTCAAGGAATTGCTGGACAGTGGCGACGGCAGCTTCGAGTATTCCATTTAGTTGGCCAATTAGATGATACTCGACAGTGGATACACTTCACATATTGCTGCCAAGATTATTGCCCTTGCAACCTATGGTGACGCTGAACCTATGGTCGATTCTTTGTGGACACGTCCAACTGCTACCGAAATCAACATTAACCAAATAACCAAACTCATCAATACGTTCATGCTGCAACTAACACCAATTTCGTACATCTACTAGCAAAATGCTGGTTCATACGCCATAAGAGACTCCAACACCCTCCAACAAGATTTAACGGGTTCGCTCATCATCAATGTACTACTTTAGCTTGCAAGAAAAGGCATGTTAGACTCGTACAAACAACTGTTAAACTCGGACAATGTTCCCAAAGCATTACTGGATAACATATTGCCAGAACTTTTCGAGTGGCACATTGTAATGGAGCATGACTGGAACTATTTGAATGCTGTTACCGACCACAACGCAACAAGAAAATTAGAAACAGGATTCTATGTATTTAGTTTGGCTGATGTTATCAACTGTATTTACGTGGCCATTGCAACTCAAAATGCGGAAGCCATCAAGTATATTCTGAGAGACCAAAGACTGTTGCATTCGCTGTTGCCCAAATTATCGAACCGTTTGTCCAATGTATTGCGCGGTTACATTGATGCTTCTTCATCCATTCAAGATGGCACTGCGAATTACTTGGATCAATTGCATACAATCACAAAAAGTCCCTTATCCATGCGAGAATTGAAAGTATTGGTATCCACGGTCGATACAAACGTATTTCTCAAAGTATTCGACATGTACATGCAAACACATGAGTACAGCATCGATGAATCATTCGACGTTCTCAAAGAAGCAAAACACAACAGAAAGTTGGACCTATCGGTAATTGGACACACCATCTTTGAGCATGCATCCGACGACTTCATGGCCAAGTTTACCAAAGTACGCCAAATCGCGCATCCTGAACTCAAGTGGTTTGTCGAAAACGAGCACATTAACGTTAGCGCGCAACAACAAATGACAAACAACTTTAGGAGAATACAAGAAAATCAGCAACGTTGGGCAAGCAACGACAGTCCTAGTACATCGCCAAGAAGAGATAGACTCTTGCAAAAACTCAGAAGTGTTTGTACAAACGATACCGATCCCATTTCGCGAGAGAATTTTGGAGATTTGGACAGATATGAATTGAAACATGGCATTGTTGGAATCGATGCACCTCAAAACAACAAGAAAAAGAATTGCTTTATTGCCATTCATTTGAACGAGGCCATCAAAAACTACCTGCTTGAAAACAAAGTACCCGTCAATCCACTCAATAGGGTTCCATTGTCCGCTGATGAAGTCAAAAGAACACAACAAAAGGCTGAACTGATTGAGAGGTATAGATAGTCCATAAAACAAAGAACATAGGACAATGATGAATCTTCGGATGTTGAAATATGAACAAATAAATGGGTTACATCAATGTAACCTTGACATGTTGCAACTTTTTTGGAGTCCAGTTGGCATTTTCGGTATCAATAATCATGATTTGTCTTGTGTCGTCTATTTGCATGACCTTCAAATGATGGCTATCTTTAACTTTTTTGGGTCTGTCTTTGTGCCAACAAGTAAATGTTACATCTCCAACCAATGTTTTGTTGGGATAAAATTGGTTTAAGATCTGTTGCAAGTAAGGTTTGAATGGTATTGTCTTGTCGATGCCGATTTGTTCAACATGAATTGAAACAGTGATATATGGTTGTTGGTTAGATACCAACGTGTCGGGCCAGTCGGCAAGTTTGGTGCTTTCGTAAATGGTTGGTTCAAGTTGGAAGCAATACATATTTTTTTTGAGGGAACAGGTTTCGGGTTGATTGTTCAAAAGTTTGAAACTCAAAATATTTTTTTGCGGGAACTTGTTCAGATTTTTTTGGAGTCCAAAATATTTTTCGAAGTTGACAACCAAGTTGAGTTCAAAAATTTTTAGGCTTCTCAAGAAATTTATTTTTTTTGTAGGACCTCTGTCCCAACCCCGCAAACCAAAGAATGCAATCCAACAAACTCATCTTGGGCATCGATCTCGACGATACACTCATTCGAAATCAAGGTATACCACTTAGCAACTACAATGATACCTCACAACATAAATGGCATATCATTCCCAGCGCAAAAAAGTATCTCGGTCTGATTCAATCTGAATTTGACGCAGAGTTTCACCTCATTACAGCACGTTCTTCGAACTATGATCGCGAAGCTGATGCAAGAAGCAAGTATACACCCGAAGGTCAACAACAAGTACAAGTCATCGTTCAAAAGATTGAACAAGTTACGGGAACAAAATTCAAATCTGTTACATTTACAAGTGGAAAACGAAAAGGTCAATTTGCAAACAACATTGGATGTGACTATATCATAGACGACAATATCAAATTCATCGAAGATTGCCATCTGAACGCAAACCAAGTTGATGGTCAACCGACAAAACAAGTAATACCCCTGTTATTTGGAACCAAAAAACAACGAGCAGCACCATTTCCATGTGTCGCGTGTTAGTCATGGAGAGAAGTATACTTTTATCTTCAAAAGATCTACGGTTCAGGAGCGTAGGAAGCAAGCACTAATAACAAATAATAAAAGATTATACATGCTCGTCGAGTATTGGATCGGGATGGAAAAAATTATTGGAGCCTGACAAACGCAAATTCTGAGTTCTGAACGAGTGAACGGGATGTTCGAGTTACGGGCAAGTTCGGGGTGTTGTCAATTGTCATAAAAAGGGGTCAGAATTTGTTTGACCCTTCTTTTGCTGGAAAACAAACAACAACACAACAACAAACTCAACCCCCTCTCTCAACTCTCAACATCTCTTCTGTTCTCTTCTCGATCAACAGAATTTATATTTCATTCTTCCTATTAAATACCAATTCGACCCAACCCAACCACCACACATTTAAAAACATGATCGCCTCTACCAAATTCACCACTTTGTCGATCCTCATGATCTCGCTCATCATTGTCTGTGCATTCGCAAATATGTCATATGCACAAGATCAACAGCCAGATCAGCCCTACGTTAATCCTCCGATGATGAGAGCCTATTAGCACACCAATGGCAGCTACATTTCCCAATGCTGCACAGACAAGGACGTTCTCTTGGGAACCCACGATTGCATGCAAACCTACTTTGTTGTCGATGGATCGTGTCATCCTCTGTATGGTGGCTGTGGCAAACTCAGTTACAAGAGCGGCAAGGACGACAAGGGCGAATACCAACTTACCGTTTACCGCTCCGAAGATTGCAGCGAAAACTCTGCCAAGATGAATATGGAAGCTGACAAGTGCAGCAACTATCAGCTGATCTGCCCAACGGATACTACCAGGATTCAAATCTTCCACGGATTGGTTTCGGGAGCAGCCACGGCCGGTGTTGCGTTTTCGGCGCTGTTGGTCATGGTCATTTCTGTTGTATTGGTTTTGTAATTTATTTGATTGTATAAATTTGTAACTCATGTACATTTTAGTATTGTTGAATTGTATAGTTTCCAAGATGTTGCTCAGTTTTAGAAAAATGATCAGTCACACACCACAAATACGTATAAGCAGCAAATATAAAGTTCATTTGTAAATAAATTATTAGTAATCATTTATTGTGGCAATCAAGTTTTAAGTTATGAGCACTTGTCCATCTAATATTGACCTAACGAAATGGTGCAACACAACTGGCCAAAACGATCCATCTGTATTGGTGGGTCAAACCAAAGTATTTCCTGACCAAGGTGCGGTTGCAGGTGAAAGAGCAATGGACATGTTCTCATGCCCTCCAGGGCAAGAATGGGAAAAGGTAGGGCCTGTGGACGTTGGTGCATATTATTTTAGTGCTGACTACACAACAAGAGGACAAACTTGCTAGGTTCCACCCAGTTGCCACATTGTTCCTGGAACGGCAGTCGTTGGGGCCGAATGGAGAGGACTAGCTTGGGGAGGACGCAAGTTGCAATGCCGTAAAATCGCATACTAGGGAAATCCGTAGCAATGCTGTGTACAACAACCCAGTTCTAATAGCGTGGACAACAATTACTCGACTTGTCACCCAGATAGCAAAGACTATTCAAAATAGTATTGTGTTCAGCCTATGACCAATTATTGCTCTCAAGGCAACAAAATCGTTAGCGATGCCAAGTGCAAACAATGGGCACAACAGCAACCTTAGGCTGCATCAACTATTCTACAAAACTACTGTGGCCAAGGCAATAATTTGATAGATTAGGACCAATGCAAGACTTGGTGTTCTTTGAATTAGCCGTTATGTGACCCGATTCTGAACCGAGTTTGCGGTTAGTCATCCAATAGCACTCGTACTGAATGTCAATGCATTGCAGCTTCAAATGAGTATGCTACGCAAAGTTTACCTTCCTACATGCAAGCTATATTTGTAGACCCAAAATGCAAATCGGCTGGAATTATGCTCACATAGCAGTTACAAAATCAACGCAATCAACCCATGAACATTACCAATTGCAACTTGGACGTTGGTTAGATATAGTTCCTTCAGTCAAAAGTGGGCGGAAACTTTTTGCTCCAAAACAACTGCTCCACCAACAACAGTCAACAAGGTAACTCAAACAACGGAGCCGTCAACAACTCAACTACACAACCCGAGTCGCCTGCTTCTTCCAGTGTAACGGGTTGGAATCAAAAGAATTTGGCTCTAGCAGCAGGTGCAGCGGCAGGTGGAGTATTTTTGGTGGGTGCTTTGGGATTGGCAGTCATGTCCATGTTTGACAACAACAATTCAACATCTTCTGTGGGCAACGAAGCCAAAAAGTTGAGTGACAGACTCAAGGAACAGTTTATTGACAACAAGTGATTCAATTAAACGGCACTGAAAGTTTACGAACATATGAGGGAAACATGTAATCTTCCAATCTATGTATTCTATAACGTTCTGGACTATCACGACCACCCGCATATCGTACCTCTTCTGTCTACGTGTTTACCAAGATTTTGTATGATTCCATGTCTAAATGAAATTTAGGATCATAATAAATGTGATATGCATCTACATTATATTGTTCATATAAGTGACCACTATAACATGTATACATGCCATCATATTCCAACTAATACATGTCTTCGTTAGCACCATGATAACAACCAATTTCTATTTTGAATCCATCCTAGCGGCGCACATACTCTGGAACATCTTTGAATTTCATTGGTAACAGCGCCAACACATCATTCCATTTGTTACTCTTGTCATTTTGGGCCAATTCTACACAAAGCTATCTATCTATACAACAATCTCTAAAACAATCTGCAATCATTTGAGCCCAAGAATGTCTGTTGCGTGGTCGTTCATCGTTATCTTGAACTGGCGGAAATTTGGGTCTATGACGAATTTGCTCAAATACAAACAAATGCGGAAACATGTTTTCAATCGCATCGATATCGAATAGCAAGTGAGGTAATATTGTTGCAACAAATCTCATCTTGCCAGTATATTCTTTTTCAATGTCATATATTGCTTCGGTGTTTGGTGGCTCAAGAGGTGGTGCTTCTTCAAAATCCACATAGTTGATGATTTGTGTTTGGATTTCGTTGGGCAGTGAGGGTAACATGAACAAGAAGTTGAGAGATCACAAAATTATTTTTTTGGAAGTTGAGCAAAAGTAAACTCGACAAATATTTTTTACTCTGTTGCAAAAGTTGGACCAACTCAGAATTTTGAAAGTCCAAAAAGTTTTTGAGACCCAGACAAAACTTTGGACCAACTCAAAATTTTATACCACCAAAAACTTTTTGGAGTCCATCGAACATGTTCGACTATAAGAATCTTTAGATTCCGTCAAAAAAGTTAGGACAACTTTATTAGGTTACTGTTCCAAGTATACTCAAACAAATATGCTTCTCTGTTTTCTTTCAAATACAATCTCAACTCGTCCGGATCGGCTTTGATGCCAAAATACACTCCACTTGTTGTTACAAAATATGAATCTACTTCTTGGGGATCGAATTCTCGGGCGTCGTTCTCAAAATCCGAGTCATAGTCTGTCAAATTGTCAAGAATCTACTCTTTGTATTTTGAACTAACCCAAATATACTCATTGTGTTCAATAGTGTTGGACCAATATCTTGCATCTCCAAACTCATCCACGGTAAACTATTGAGGCACGGTTCCATAACTATCCCAACTATAGTCCAGTCTTTGCAACCTTTGACCATCAAACACAGATTTACCCATGTTACGATATGTACCCTGCACAACATCACGGATAACATCACCTCTTTTGATATATGTACAATATGACAATACTCGTTCAAGTTCAAAGTCCGTAAGTTGGTCGGGCCATCGTTCAACAACATGAGAATAATTGCCAAAAAATATTTGTTCAAGATTTACGTTAAAAAGTATGGACATAATATTATTTTTTATGCTGAACCAAACATTTTACAATCACATCAATCGATTCATAAAAACCAACCAGCCGTATTGACAAATGTCGTAAGAGATGTGTTGCCAATACTTATAACCATACTTCGAAGTTGCTCCATCTCTTGCAACTCTGTTTGAGTAACATCACACCCAGGAAATAGCACTTTGACACTAATTTTTCTTAAACTAGGCAGCAAATTGGGATCGTTATTCTTGAGCAACATATAGCGACTGACGAATGCTATTGCATCATTGACACTTCTTACACTGATTTCTAATGTTCTCAGACAACAATACCATCTTTTTACAAACAACGAATGCATCCATTGTTCAAAATTGATTTCAGTAATCAATATGCAGATTTCCTAACAAAGTGGCATGTAATCCATTATTTCATCCGGTATGGGCACCTTGATAGCCCAAGAACATACTAAAGAACATCTGATCTGCGATCCAAGAACACGTGGTTTCTGTACAATAGTATCATTTCTGTTATGAGACATGTAATGACAATAGTATCTATCCAGTGGAATAATTGCCTCGTGTTGCTCGATCTTCTACAGCCAAGCGTCCCATTTTTCAGAGCGCGAAAACAGCGTAATTTTGGGTTTAACATTGGTCGTTGTTCTGACAATTTCAGCAATGATATCCAAAACTTCGGGAGGTTCGCACTACAATGTAATATGGAGGTGTATATTCTTTTTTGAATTCGCCAGTATATCCTTAAAGTTTGATATAATATCTATTCTTGGCAATCCAGGGTGCAACGTAAGCGTTATTGGTGTATTGTTTTTCGAATGTATTAGTGACCCCAAGCGTTTTTGACAATGCAAAAAACTGTCCTTTTGCTAAAATCTGTATGCATTGAAATGTGTGTATAACTGGACAATTTTGGAATTTGGATCATCTGTAAATTTACCAAAGTATTCTTTGATCATAGTGTATCTTTCATAAATAAGCAACTTTAGCTACCTATCATCCGGGTCCAAATAGCCCAAAACATACAGCCGCAATGCAAACGGCAGAGATTCGATATTACATGCAGAATCGTGTACTTCTAAATTGTATTCGCCTTTCTAGCATATTTGCAATACTATCTTATCTTTTTTATAGCGTTGGTAGGCATTGTATACGTATTTGATGGCGGATAATACTAATATAGTGCCGAATATCATGTATATTTTTTTGAGCACGGTTGGGTTGGATGCAACGAAATAAAAAAAATGGTTGGATTGTTTTTTTTGGCCAACGCTTCAAACTTTTACCAAGGTTGAATATCAAAGCACCAACCCAACGCACATTCACATAATCCAAAAAAACAATATGGGCAACCAACACCCTCACCTGCTCATCGACTCTAGCACATTCGAAACACCTTCAGGCATATTCGTCGTCCATGCTAGCACATAGGGCTTCCGTCAAGAAATGGAAGATACTCATTTCGAAGCATGCATAACGGGAAATGTACAATCCGGTGAAACCATTGAACAACTCGTTGTCGGTGTATGCGACGGTCATTCTGGCAAAACGGCATCAACTGTATCAGGTTCCATACTGCAAAAAGTTGCCAATGTGCCGGATTTTTTGTGCGCCGAAGAGAGCATTTGGACCGGTGTCATGGTTCAGCTTGACGAAAAATTGAGAGAAGCATGTGTTCGTAATGGCGAGTCAACGAATTAGCATCATACAAGTGGCTGTACAGTCAATGCACTCCAGATCATGAGACAAACAGCACCCAAAACAGATGGTGATCACTTTTTAATTCGTGGCATCAACGTTGGCGATTCTCGTTGCATGGTATTTGTTGCAGAAGATAGGTTGGCATATGAATCCACTTATAGCACATATCTTTCACATGATCACAAACCCGATGACGAAGAAGAACAGTACCGCATAGAATAGGCAGGTGGTTTCGTGAGCAACGGCAGAGTAGATGGTCAACTTGCCATGAGTAGAGCAATGGGTGATTTCGAGTACAAACAAAATTCAACGCTGCCCGTCGACAAGCAAAAAGTTATTTGCATTCCCGAATTCGAAGAAATCAAAGTTGTTGTAGGAGCAAAGAAACCCATTGAAGCAAGTCCCGACCACGAAGGTGTCGCACATGGAGATGTAATGATTATGCTAAGTGCATGCGATGGTCTTTGGGACGTTTACAATGATGCTGAAGTTTCGGCTCAAATAGTAAAACTGTTGCAAATGTCTCAAACATACAGAACCCGTAGCATGGCCAGACATCACTTGCCCATAGATTGGTACAATATCAGAATTTAGGATTGGACAGAGGCAATGATATTTCGTTGGGCAGCGTTGAGGGGTTTTGCAAATACCAAGTTTGCGCCTCATTTATTTGCCCACTTTTTGCACGTATTTTTGATTCCCAAGTTGGGCATGGAATATGTGCATCATATGGAACTACAAGAACTCATTGAAATGTTTAACATGTGGATTCTGGACCCCGACAGCACGGTGCCCAAAGAATTCGAGGAGATTGTATGGCACATGAGAACAAGCAGCGAAGGTTTGGGTTTGATGCAACGGTTTTTTGATGCACTTTGCGAAGATGAACCCAAGATTTTGAAACAAGAGCAGTGGATAACGGACACTGAACAGTTTGAAAATCCGATGCGTTGTTTGGAGTGGGCTGCTCGAATGTTGGTAGAGTGTACTGTAATGTTGAGAGGCAGTAAGGATAATGTGTCGGTAACAATTGCTGCTGTTGGCTTGGAAGAAGATGATCAACAACAATAATAAACATTACAAGTATTTATTCCATCAAATTTATAACTATTCTGTTATTTGTTGCGGTTGGACATGTCCAACTATTTGACCCGAATGGTTGTGCGCTAGTTGCTGCTATTGAGTAGGAACAAAAACAAATGTCATTGGCAATGTCTTGTCCATTGCAGCAACAGCGGCAGGATCTTTAGGTCCAAATGGTCGAACCGGTTCGACTGCAATATTGATATCCACCGATTGTGAAGTTGCAACATTAGAATTCTGCAGCTGGCTATTGCTAGCGATTTGGATCTCGCTCCGCTACTGGACGAGTCCAGAAAGATCCTGCAGTCGAGCAGGTTCGACCATTAGGTTCTATAGAACCGGCTGCATCATTATTTGCAATAACCTCTAAAAGTACAGTTGCATCGAATCAGTTGTGCCTCCAAAATATTGTGCATAGTCGGCGTTAGTATTTTCAGACTACCTGCTGCGCTTTGCCAATGGTTCCGTTGCGCCATCATTTTCGTCCGTGTCCTAAACATCTTCTTCTATGGCAATGAACGATGTATCTGTTTCTTCTGATGCTTCACGACTTCTTTTGACGCGCTAATAGTATGCCTTATTGTTGTGAACGTAAAATGGATGTGACACCAAGTAGTCGTTATTGTCCAGCGAGATTACCATTCTGTATCGAACGATATCTTTTGAGTCGCGCTTTGGGACATAGAGTGTTGCTCGAACATATCGAAGCTGGAGTTTTTCTTGACCATATTGATTTGTCAGGTTTTCTATTGTTTTTGCGTCCAGCAACTTGCGACCACATTTGCGACCCTTGGGAATATCTTCGGGCAGAGGCTTGTTCTGAACAACGATGGGTGCACGCTTTTCGGTGTTACCAAGATTCCAACGTGCGCCTTGCATGATGCTGAGGTTACACCATGTATTGTTTTCCGATTTGTCCAGATATTGAACAGATACTGTTGCCTTGGAAATGGGGCAGTCATGAGAACCCAGAATGACAATATCGTAACATTGCTTTCTGAACAGAATTTGCTCCGAGTTGAGTGGCAGGTCAAAGGGTGTGAAGCCTTGAGACTGGTCCAAAAAGTCACCGCCCTTGATGGTTGCCGAGGTGATGAATGCTGTCAATAGTTTTGGTGTTGTTTGTTCCTGTTGGTGGCTCATGTTTCTTGTTGTTGGCGGTCAAAGGGTAAAAGGGGCGTCAAAAAAGGCGAAGAAGATGAATATTTTGTTGACGGGTAGATGTGAAAAATATTTTTTTGGATTGATTGCGCAGCAAAAAGGTGAAAAAACATTGCTTGCTTTTCTGCTCCTCCCCAATTCTGCCACTGAAAACATGGAAAATATTGTAGCCGATCAAACATAGGTGGCAATTAATTAGGGCAATGTGGGTATACCTGTCGAAAGGCGATAGATGTGGCATGGAATGTTTATCTGAATCCTGACACTGAAGCAAAGGAAATTGTATTGGCTGTTTTTGGTCCGAACAACAATTGGGTTCATGAAGATTCCATAATTATCAACAAATGAGCCAAAAACTTGATATTGTCCCTGTTGATGAGCCGGGTAAAAATCAAGACTCGCAGTAAATTTTGATAAACCAAAGATATTTGTATATTATTTTTTTTGCTGTTCATTACATTACTAATCCTTGACATAAACAGATTCTTGACCACCATATGCCAAACAAGCAAATCTTGCAGCAACGAACAAGGTATCACTTAGGCGGTTCAAATATCTCATGACAACATCTGGAACCTGTTCATCTCTGACGAGTTGGACAACTTTTCGTTCTGCTCTTCTGCAAATAGTACGAGCAGTATGTAGTTGTGCAGCATAAAGTGTACCTCCGGGCAAAATAAAGTTTGTCAAGGGTGGAAGGCTCTTGTCGGCAACATCCATCCACATTTCCAAGTAGTCGACATGAGATTCTGGGAATTCTACTCTGGACAAATACTTTTCGCTTCTTGATGCGTCGATGGGTGTTGCGATACAGCTGCCCAAATCCAACAATCTGCTTTGGGTCATGTATAAAAGGTCGCCCATCTTGAATTGGTCACCGTGTTCCTTTCTGGCCAGTTCAATTGCCAAACCAATGTGTGCATTCAATTCGTCAACGTCGCCAAGTGCTTCGAAGATGAGATCGTTCTTGGGTCTACGTTCACCATTGTACAGAGAAGTGACACCTTTGTCACCGGTTTTGGTGTAGACGTTGCATTTGTGGTTTGTGTTGTTGGACATTTGTTTGTTGTTGGTTGGTTGTTGCAGAAGGGTGAGAGTGAGCAGTAACAAGTTGTTTGTTTTGTGGTTGAGAGTGGCGAAAAATAGAAATTATTTTTTTGTTGTGATGAACCAATCCGAAAATCAGAAAAGTTTTTGACGAACCAATTCAAAAACAAGAATCAAAATTTTTTAGACTACAAGTTACATCCTGCTCACAATAACATATGGCTATTGCAAGTTGACAGGGTTAGTCAGAAATCGAATTACATGCGGGGCATTATCCGGCTCTGACTCATCATAACCCCTGACAACTGCGATCCTGGCATCACACAATAGCACCTTCATCATGGCCAATACCACATTGTTGGGCGAATACTTGTAACTTGCCATGGACCTAATCACTCTTCTCCAGATACCTTCTTCCTCGTCATTGTCATCCAATGCACCCTCGGCATGGTCTTCGTCTTCTTCATCCTCATCGTCGCTATCAACTACAAAGTTGGCAAGGCATTGTTGGACCAAGTCCTCAAAAAACAACGAGCATGCTAGCTTCCGAAAACTTGCTTCTGGCGTCACAAAGTTTGGCAGTGGGAATGGCAAGACCGACCTACAACGGATACAACAGCCTCTTTTCCTAAGCTTGACGATGTTCGGGTCTAAACGTCAGCAGATCAGGCAACACTGCATATTCCATGTAGTCCAAAACACAGGCCAACGAAGGAACATATTCGCCGCAATGAATCGTCGCTGCACAATTGGCCATTTCTTCTTCGCTGGCGTCGAAATTTGCTGCGACACATTCGTCACGAATTCTTTGCCACCTGCTGATGGAATAGATGCCCTTGGATTCCTAGTACAAGATGCCCTTTCGATAGTCGACATAGTATGGATTATCCTGGCCAAAGAACATGAGACACGAGTAGTAATGAATCCAGCGCGAAACGACATACACAATTTCGTCGCATTTTTCGTCCAAAAACTTGGGATTCCTGATCCACAACAGCGCAGCCGCGATTAGCCAATAAATTTTGGCATGTTCTTTGTAGTCTTCGGGTGCGATGAGATGTATGAGTCTAGGCTATGGCAGCAATGTTGTGGAGACGGATGACATGTTTTTTGTGCGTGTGACTGTGACAGAGGGGCTGAAAAGCAAATATTTTTGGACCAGCAGAAAAAGTATTCCAAAAAGTTTTCAATACAAATACATATAGTTTATGGATAGTATACAGTATTCTCATCTACTCTAGTTTTTGACCATTGTTGCCTGATAGACTCCATATGCATAATATATGCCTGTTTCATATACCACACATATTTGAGATCGTCAGGGTATGCTTCTAACGAGACATCTACGCTAGCGAGTTTGTATAGTGTTTTCATGATACTGACGGGAAATTTTCTTTTCAAGAATTCCAGGTACACTTCTGTGATGTGGTCGTAACTCTAACTGCCAATATACTCCCACTTTTCCGGCCTGTGGTCCATGAAATACTATTTGTAACGCTACAAAGTTTCCTCTATTTTCTTTTTGTAGTATCGGGTGCGCTTTTCGCAGCAAAAGAAATCCGCGACGTAGTACATGTCCAACAGAAATGACGAAAAAGATGAATAACAACAGTTGTCGCCGCTACCATCGGACACACCATGGCCTTCGCTATATCGATAAATGCCATGCAAAAACTATTCGACTGCTTTGTTGGTTGCATCAACCGTTGACAATACAGGTATCTAGATGGGTGTGACTGCATATTTGCCGCTAAAGTACACTGCAAAATATTCGCACAGCTTTACAAGGTTTGTTTGATCCACTTTGTACTCGACGTCATTGATCGTAATGATTGTTTCAGTAGGTTTGTCTCCACTGAGCAGTTTAGATAGATTTGTTGGACAACAGTCAATCATGGTTGGTTGTTTTGCTGTGAGTGCGCAGAGAGGGGTGCTGGGTTTTTTTGTGTTGGAAGTTTGTTTGGTGCAGCAAAAAAATAAAAATCTTTTCTGAACAAAAGACTTTGCCACAAACAAAATTTATTTCGAGCAGCACTTGAACACAACATTCCAAAAAATATTTATGGACCCCTCAAAACCCAAAGCAAAAACAACAGGCTCGAAGCGCAAAGAAAATCCTGTAACCTCCAAAGCCAAAACCAAATCGACACCTGAACAACAATCCAAACCACCTGCAAAGCGAGCCAAAACGGATGCAGGTCCCGCGAAACCAACAACTACCCAGACAACATTACCATTTATTGTTGGAACACCTGCTGCTTCTACGTCTGTTACTTCTACGCCTGTTACGAGACCAGCTGTCGCAACAAAAACAGTTGGCGTAAAAAGACTTGCTTCTGTCGCATCTGCCACTTCTTCTGTAACAACAACTGCAACTGCAAAACAGGCCGGACCTGCAAAAGTAGCCAAAGCAGCCAGTTAGCCGTAGTTTTCATAGTCGCGTTTGGCTGCTTAGATAGCATCTGTGACAGGAGACAGTAAATCTACGGCATCGGCAGCAAATGGAAATGGAACAACATCCGGCAATGAATCCATTTTCGTTGGAGGTCAATAGATTGCTGCTCCTTTGCCGCTAACACAAGAACAATAGCAAAAAGCCAAAACAGATGCCAAGTTGAAAGCGCCCGTTGTTGGCAAAAGTATTCCGTCAATGACACCGGTTGCCAAAGAGAGCATTCTGACCAACTACTATGCCATACCCAAATCCAAGTTTGAATCATCGCGCTTCGAACAACACAGAGAATGGCTCACCATGACACCCAAAGACAATTCAGGCATGTTCATGAGCAAAAAGTCGGCCTCGTTCAAGATTTTCTCGGAAGATGACAAGTATTTTTACGTGCCTCGATTCTATGGATTGGCAAGATGGGGCATGCCACCTGCTGAACAGGTCAGGACCAAAGAAGGAACAGCTATGCATCCCGATGTACAATTCACGGGACAACTGGCTGACAATCCACCTCAAAAAAAGACGGTCAAGATTGTATTGGACCACCTGCACGATCCAACCAAACCTCCGGGTGGTATCATTTCTCTGCCATGCGGTTTCGGTTCGTATGATTTGCTTATTTACTTCATTCAACACCTTTACTAACACCTTTATTTACCAATATAACAGGCAAAACGGTCGTTTCCTTCTATCTGGCATGGAAACTAAACAAGAGAACCTTGTTTTTGGCGCACTCATCCGCTCTGATGGAACAAGCCATCGAAAGATGCAAACAATTCCTTCCAGCTGCAAGAATAGGTCGTCTCCAACAAGATACCATTGAAATCGAAGACCGCGACGTCATCTTTGGAACCATTCAATCTCTGGTCGCACGTGCCTATCCTCAAGACTTGTTGGACACAATCGGTCTGGTAATTGTCGACGAAGCACATCACATTGCTGCCCAAAGTTTTTGCAAGAGCATGGTTCGCATCAGACCTCGTTACATGCTGGGTCTATCGGCAACACCCAAAAGAAAAGACGGACTCACCAATGCACTTCACTATTGGCTCGGTCCCATGATCCACAGAGAAGAAAGAACATGGGAACACGTCTACGGGCGCATCGAAGTTTACAATGACGGCAACAACGAAGAAATGAAATTCCGTAACGGTATGCCCAACAGACCCGGTATGATTACACGAATGATCACGGACCCACTTCGTAACGCCAAAATCGTTGACCTCGTCATGGAAGCACTAACAGAAGTGCCCGAAGTCAGAACACGCACCGTCAACGGGCAAGAAGAAGAATTTTTACCCGGTGAACGCTACATTTTAGTTGTATCAGAACGACTTGCACACCTCAAAATCTTGCATACTGCCATTGCATCCAAGTGGATGAGACTGCACGGAGGCATCGAAACCTTTACCATAACGCCCGAAGGCAAAAACACTACTCGCCTCGTCGCCAACGACAATGACACAACCAAACAACTCACCCTAGGCTACTACGTTGGCAGTCAAACCAAAGAACAATACCAAGCTGCTGCCCAATGTCGCGTCGTCCTAGCCACAACCCAAATGGTCAATGAAGGCGTAGACATTCCCCGAATGGACACCATCGTAATGTGCACGCCCATTGGCAATCGCGAACAGGCAGTCGGTCGCATTTTGCGTGTACATCCTGAAAAGAACATCCCCATGGTGCTATACATTGCCGATCCCGTTTCCTTCTTCAGAGCCATGACCTTTGCCATGGACCGCTATCTGAAAAGCGAAGATTACGAAGTTACGTGGAACGGCAGGTTTGCGCAGAATGATGATAAGTAATGATTGACATATGTGGTGAAAAATCTTATAGCCAAACTTGCGAACTAAAAGTCAACGAATAAAATAAAGATGAACACCATTTTCGGTCAACCATTCATGTCCAAATTACCAAAAAATACATAACAACAAACAGCTGCGTCATTAAAATACGTAATCGTGTCTGTTATATTTTGGTCTGTCCATATTTTGCATGAAATGAGAATTTTTTTTGAGTGATCTTCAATAAACGAGACAAACATTACTCACCGTTTCGAATCGATCACCAATAGAATCTTTGTCTATCCAACACGACGTTAATTAACCATGGCAACATACTCCGGTGCTCTGAGCATTTCCAACCTCACCTTCAAAAATACATCGACCCCATCAGTCATCAACGTTGGTACAGCAGGAACAAATGTTGCTGGTTCTTCGACCTTTAACTTTGGCGTGGATACCAACATCCAAGATGGTAAAAAACTTACGGTTGGTACTTCACTTCTTGTAGCAGATGCCTCAAACAACACTGTCGACATTGCAGGCCTCATTACGGCTAATCAAAACAGTAATGTGGTCAACATTGGCAAATCTGGAGCAACAACAAACTTTGTAGGCACCTCATCTTTTGATGAACTTGCAACCACCGGAAAATTGACGGTCGGTGGAGACTTGGTTGTTAACGGCACAACCACGACGGTGAACTCTACTCAGATCAATACATCCGACAATATGTTGGTCCTCAATGCCAATCCTGCACAAGCAACCGCAACATCAGGTATTGCCATACAACGTTATGCTGCTGACGTCCGTGCTGTTTCTGTAGACAAGATGGCCAGCGGTGGCATTGCCAGTTCTCCGTCCGCACTTGCCACTAGCGACGTTGCTCCAACTATTACTGTCGGCAGCCTTGCCTTGGAGGGTAGTTTTGTGACAGCCAATCTGTTGAATGGTGGCTTGCTCATTTTCGTCAAAACTAGCGACAGCACCGTTGCAGGAAGCATTCGTTATACTTCCGCGACTGAAAACGCAGGTACTTATGTTTTCACTACCGTAGGTTCTCCTTCGGCCAATGTTGCAGACTTGACACAAGTTACCATTGAAGTTTATCGTGCTGCCTTTTCGGGTCTGTTTTACAGTGAATCCGCCAATCAGTTCTAGTTCGGTTTGGTCAACAAGGATTTGGCTGCTGGTGATACTCTGTCAGTCGTTCGCAAGGCCAACGCAGCCATGAACAACATTCTTGCCGATGGAAATGCCCAAATTGGCGGTGCTCTCTCTGTTACCGGCGTTTCTACTCTTGCAGGTTTGACTGCTGGCGCTTCTAGTTTGGCCAGTGCTAGCGTTGTTGGTGCAGCAACCATTGGAACTACTCTTAGTGTTGCAGGTGCTTCTACTTTGGCCACTGTAAATGTTTCTGGTTTGGCTACCGTTTCTGTTTTGGATGCTGGTGCTTCCACTTTGGCCAGTGCAGCCATTACTCAAGAGGCTTCCGTTGGCGCCACATTGAGTGTCGTGGGCAATGCCACCTTCTCCAGCAATGTTGCCATGGCTTAGGATCTCAACGTTCAGGGTGCTACTACTCTTGTTCTCCTTAATGCAGGCACGACTACTTTGGATGCCGCCACTGTTACCAACGATCTCGGTGTCAATGGTGCTCTGTCCGTTGTTGGTAATACCACTCTCGCAGGTTTAAACGCATAGGCAGTTAGCATGGCAAGCGCAACAATTGCTGGTGCACTTACTGCCGGCGCATCCACTTTGAGCAGTGTTAATGTTACTGCTAACGCTGCTGTTGGAGGAACACTTGCTGTTACAGGCGCTTCTACTCTTGCTGGTCTCGTTGCTGCTGCTTCGACTTTGGATTCATTGAGTGTTACTAATGCTGCTGCTGTGTCTGGCGCTTTGACGGTTACGGGTGCATCCAATCTCAATGGTGCCTTGACTGTCGCTGATGGTGTAGCGTCTGTTTTGGGCGGTTCTTTGCTTGTCAAGTCCGATGCAACTCTTTAGGGTAATTTGACTCTTAGTGGTATGGCTCAGGTTGATAGCTTTAACAGTACAGGTTCTTCAACTGTTGGAGGAAATTTATTTGTCAATGGTGTTACTTCCAAATTCAAAAACGTAGTGTTGAAAACAGATACTACTAATGGCGCCCAGAAGTTTTACCTTTCCGATCCCGCATCCGCTGATCATGATTACATTTACATGTATGTTGATCCTAGCGTTACTCCTGCAGTGTTACGTATTATGCAGAAAAATGGTGCTGGTGAAGATGTCATTTTTGAATTGTCCCGTCAGTGAGAGAATGGAACTGTGATGGTGATGGCTTAATGCTAATAGGCTCTTTTTCAATGCACACAAAAAAAATAAATCAATTTTTTACGGAAGAAAATATTAGAGTTTTTTTTTAAATTTCGTATGCAATCGTTCTCATGGAAATTTGTTTTGATGATGCACAACTTACCAAACGCAAGTGTCTTTCTGCGTGCTAAAAAAATGCAGCCATTGCGTGATTTTGTGTCTTCACTGTAAATTGCGCTACTCATTCCTTCTGTGATCAGCTATCAATATCAACGCTCATAACAACTACACTCATGTCGATACAAGCACAAACAACACCGGTTGAAAACGCAAACACATTTGGAAGTGAACTCGAAAAGGAATTATTCGGCAGAATTGATATCCTGAAGAAATAGGCACTCGATGCAAAGCAGAAACACGAAGCACTGTTCTTACATATGAAAAAGATTGAAGGTGCATTGGATATTCTCAATGAATGGTACATTCAAGAAAAGGCAAAGAATTCTGCGGCTACATAGAATGTTGAAGCGTCTCCTGTAACATCTACTACCCAATTGTAGCCATCAACGCCAACGACTCAGCAACAACAGCAACCAAAAAGTACATTTTCACACGCCAAGAATCGCACAGCCCAGTTTGGAAACCCCCGAATTGAGGAAATAGATGAGTAGTGATGCTCAGATTCAATATAATAAAAAAATGATAGTATCCTACCAACTTTTATCATTGTCATAGCTACATTTTCTTAATTTTTTTCATTTCTGACCTGATGAAAGAAGGTAACAGTATGGTAATAAGCAAGGAAGCAATGATTGAACCACCTGTAGTTGTTAAAACCATACCCATTGCTCTGCCAAAGTGGCTTCTTTCTTTGGGATCACATGCATCATACTTTTCGAGTAAAATGCCTCCGATAATTACAATGACGGCTGCAATGATGATTGTGCAAAAGATTGTAAACATACGCTCGGCAACGGCTGCATGCTTCTCGGGTAGTTTGTTGAAGATGGCAAGTTTTGGACCTTTGGCGAGTTGAGTTTGTTCTGTCATTATTTTTTGTTGAGTAGCAAAAGAAGTGCAAGTAAACTTGTTTACTATGAACATATCGAATTTCCATCTACATGAATGATTTTATTTTACAAGTAACATCAAATCTATGCAACCTGTGGGTATACATTTTCGATGCGCGGAGGTGTGGCAGGAGCATTCAGCACACGCTAGTCGATATTGCCCAAAGCAACGGGCTTATTGAACGAGTCCAAAGCGTCATCGTGAACCAAACGGAACATAACTGTGGCTGCCTTGCTTTGGTCTACTTCATCGTCGCGGATATCGGGAACCTCGATAAAGTTTTGACCGGTTTGCTGACCCAAAGTCGTTGCGCCACTGGACAGGTTACCGCGTTCCAAAGTCATGCCCTGAGCAGCTGGTTCGGAATCACGACCCCTGCGACCACTATTGAGAGATTTTCTGATGATGCGTCTTTGACCAAATGATGTGTCCATGTCACTTTCGGTGCTATCTTCAGTGCTGAAATAGTCGCCGCTGCCTCTGAGACCACCCCATTGCTGATACACAGGCCTTTGCTTACGAGGACGGAAGGTAACCTTGACCAAACCATTTTCCGTTTTGCCGGACTGAACACCTGCTTGGGCTGCTTCGGTGCTTTGCTCCTTGACAAAATGGAATTGGCGATTCAGATTGGCAGGACGGCGAATCTTGATGCTGTTGAGAGGACCGACACGAAAAGTGCCAATGTTCTTGCCATCAACATCGACGATCATGTCACATTCAGTGCTATTCTCGTTGGTCAGGACAAATTGATAGTCAACATCGTGGGGCAGACGTGCATAGTTGTTTCCATTGAGATTCCAAGGTTGAGCATCGTTTTCCAAGGTTGCACTGCCAGTGGGTCCGTACTTGATGGAGATGCCAAAGTTTTCGGTGCCGACAATGGATGGTTGTTGGAAGATGTAGGTGCCGCGCATTTCTTGTTTGTTTTGTGAGGTGGGGTTGTTTGTTGCAACGCAAAGTTTTTGATTTTTGGGGATTGAGTTTGTTTTCTTGAGTAGCCGGTTCTGTAGAACCAAATAGTCGACTACGTTCGACAGCAAAACCAGAATTCGAAAAATATTTTGTCGACAGAAAAATCGTCTGAACAAAAAATATTTTTTGCCTTTTGCTTCTTGCCACTCACCCTTTCTCATATGGATTCACTCGAAGCACTAAAATCCTACGACACCAACATTAGCCTCCACATTCTCGACTACATCGGTTGGCCAGACCAGATTTGCAAAACCCTAGTCAAACTCGGTAACCGTGTCAGGCAAAAACATGAACCCAAAGAACAAGTGAGAAATCAAGTTGTTCGGTTAATTTACGGAACCTTTGAATCAGAAGAATGTTATAATGTCGACCAAAAAGTAGTTCATCGTATATTTCTTCGAAACAAATGTCTCAGGTCTGACTTTGGTTTTGAACTAATCCGAGAAATGATTCATGTGCTTCCACTGTTCAAGAAGCAAACACTAGTTATCCATTTGCCACAATGCCAACTATCTGACCTAATTACATATCACATGCCATGGATCATAACCAATGTGATGAACATATCATAGGATTTGGATGACATGGATTGGTATCAGCAACGAAATATACCAGGACGATTGGTCATTAGTGAACGTTTCCCAAATCGCTTCAACTTGCTCGTTCCCACATATTAGATTACCGAAGTGTATAATGCATCTTAGTTTACATGGGTATTCAAAGAGTTACGCGCTCTCAAGAAATACAATTGCATTACAAGTGTTCATGGCGCCGACAAGTATGTGTTTAGATGGCAAATATCTCGCAACAACATTGGTGTTTTGACATTTTCGAACATTATTGAAAAAATGCTACACGATGGAAATTTTAGACAATGTCTGAAAGAGTTGGGCGATGTAGTTTTTGAAATGTGGTATGTGGACCCAGACAACAGTGTTTGTACTTTGATACGCTAGACATTGGCAGGAATGAATGTAAACGACAAGAGATTATTGAATGAAGTTTGTACATTTGTATGATTGTTTGTGCAACACTGTGTTTATTCTTCGTCTTCATCATCGCCAAAGTCGAGATCGGGTATTTCGTCCAATTCTTCGACACTCTTGCCTTGAGCAGCTGCTCTGAGTTCCTTGTGATGTTGCTCCCTGCGAGCATGTTCGTTTTGGACAAAGGTGGAATAAATGGGTACAATGTGAGCAAAGTTAAATGCAGCACAAGTGTGGACGGTTGCTACGGCCAAGTGATAAGCCAATAGTGCGGTCAAAAGACCTGCATGCTTTGACTCGAAAATGTCTGAATCAAAAAGTTGCATCTATACATGAACGGCAGCCAAAATGGATCGAGCAGCAACACCAAAGTCGACAATGCGCTAAAGTTGGAACATGGGACAGTGTGCATATTCTTGAATCAAAATCTTGTCGGGTCTCAGACCATAAAGACCATCTAGTGCAGAAACAATAAACACAAGTGCATCTAGTAGTCGCAATGCAATTCCAGTGTCACGTCCAATAGTAAGATGTGTGACTACGTGAGCGACAAATGGCAAAACCTTTTTGTAAAGACTCAACTTGTCTTGTTCGCGATGCAGCGCAGAATCCAAAACGATCTGTCCCAGCATCAAAACAAAACTCAAATATCTGACATAGACTGCACAATGTCCAGTCAACAATAGCAAGCATGCAACAAAAATTTGCGAATATCTGTAGATGGTGATGGTGCGCTTGGAAAATTTGGGAAATTCAGCTTGCTCGGTCAAGTGAAGTAACAGGTCACCTAGTCCAAAGTAGAAACCAAAGCTGAACCAAGTTAAAAGTAAAACTTGCGCGGATGAGAGGTGATCCATGTGCTTGACAAAATAAAAAAATGGGGGTATGAGCGACAAAAAAATGTTTGTTGTTTGCCGACCAGAAATAAATTTTGTTTGGACAAACTTGGACTTGGTTTCAAAAAAAGTTTGGCATTTTTGTAAACTATCAGGTAAACAATCGACTGACCAACAACCAACACAACAAAAAACCAGAACAGATGGACCTCAACGATCTCATTTACAAATACCTAAACGACATTGAAGAACTTGCCCGTCAACGTGAACAACTTGTAGTTGAACAATAGCAACCCCAACTACAACAAGATGAACCCGTTGAACAAAGTATTGTTGAACCTCAACAGGAAGAAAAAGAAGAAGAATCTCGACAATAGGAACCTGAACCCGAAACAACAGAACCACCTCGAACCCTTTCGCTTCAACAAGCAACAACAGAACAAGAAGAGAATACTCTCGAACAACGTTTACAGGCAATTGAAAATCGCTTAAAGAGTATTACGGAAGAATACGAAGAATTGTTACGCAAAGTCAAGTTGGCTTGATGTTCAAGAACAGTCGGAAAGAGAAGACCATAGAAACTTGTAATGATTTCCAAAATAATAAATCCATGTACACACATTTATGAGAGTTTACAAATTAGCATGACGTCTCTAACGAATCGAAAAATTCTTCGGCATCTTCCAATTCCTCTTCCTCCTCCATGTAACAGCCACGATTTACATGTATGGCGCCATGGTCCAACAGCGTGACAATGTCCTTGTAAGTGTAACGATAATTGTCGAAACACCAGTCCTGTTTGTAACTCTATTGCTCAAGGCCGACCTACTATAATTGCTGGAACCAATTTTGTAGGTTGTGGTGGATGTAGTCCAGGCCCGTTGATTCTTCCTCGTCATCTTCCTCGTCCTCACTGTCCAATGTTTGCCAATAAATTGTCTGCTGCAGACGAACAGGTTCGTCCATGTGGATCGGTAGATCGTGCGGTAGCTGATTCTCGCTCCGCTGCTGTTGGAAGTGGCCAACACTTTGATTCTGAAGAATCTACTACTGAACACGTTCACAAAGAATTTGCTACTATTCCGTGTTTTCTCGGGCATGAACAGGCTAATGTATCTGCTGACTAAGTACGGCCTGTGCGGTCTAGACAGTCGACAGCGGCAACTTTTCGACCTTTTGGGTTTCCTGTTTCTTTTCGTCATCGCCCTTTGGTATGTGCTTAACAGCTGCCATGGCCAACAGTGTCATTTGTTTATCCTTCCTAATGCCGGATGCTCCTGGACCAATGTCATAGATGAATTGGTATTTGGTCTCATTGTCCTTGTTGAAGGCAGCAAGAACCTTGTCAATGACCTTTTTGATGATGTTGGGTCTCTGGGATTTCCTGCAGAATTTGGGATCTTGCTCCTTGGCGAATTTCCAAATGTCGGAGGCCTTGACGGTGCGTGGCTTTCTGGGTTGGGCATGGTGCTTTTCCAGGTATTGTTTGATGACGGCTGCGGTAATGTTTTCCATATTGGGTTGGTTGGGTGTGTGTTGAAAAAGAGAGAAGGGTGGTGGGCAGAGGACGAGAAGTGAAAAAGGGGTTGGAAAAAACAGACAAAGGGGGCGAGAGAGAAAAATGTTTTGGAGGGTTGCGTCCAGTACAATGGGTTCGACCCTTCAATTTTTTTGTTGGCAATGTTCCAACCGACAGCGAACACGACAACAAGAGTCAAGTTGGCCAGCCATTACCAACACCAATCGGCACATGCAAACAAACAAGCAAACAAAAAACACAAGCAACACTTTTTTCCAACAACCATGTCCCTTCTTCAACTTCCATTTCACCTTCGAACCTACGTCATTGGCTTAGGCTGGATTTATTTGACACCCGGTATTTCATGTTCCACAAGCGATGAAGATGACAGTGATGATGAACAAGAGCCATCTGAAAAACGTGGTAAACTCAAAGGCATTGAATCATTTATTGCTGTCATCAAAGATTGGATTGGTCACTACAATGATGATCCTACCAGAAAAAAGTTTCTCTACTACACGGGTCTCACATTCCATAACATTGAGTCTGCATTTGCTTGCTTTCCATCTCTGCTGAACTACATGCCTCGCTATGTGCCGTATCACATAATCATCTAGTCTGGAGAAGAACAAAACAAAATGAGCCACAATGCCACACAGTAGCATCGTCAAAAGTTTTTGTAGGTTCTGAATCAATTGAGCCTCAAAGATAACAATGATGGTCAGTCTCGTTGGACATGGGCATTTATTCGTTCGCCTGTTGAATCCGAAGCAGAAGAATGGAAAACCAGAGTTGCGCCCATCTTGTTAGAAATAGTCAAGTCTTTGAACCGATTTAAGATATTCTTTGGAGCACCAAAAGGATGCGATGCACTGTAGACAAAATTGGAAAAGATGATTGATGCACTGTTGTTTCTATATCGTCACCACAATGAACTTTAGATATCTTCCATTACAATGCAAAGTGGTTTGTTGCTCCGTTATAGTGACAGTATAGGCAATATGTTCAATGGGTTGAACGTGAAAGAACTAGAAAACTTTGCCAAGCAATATTGCACTACATGGGATCAGATGGTCACGATGAATATTGGTTAGGAAGAAGCAGTCACGTTTATGCTAAAACTTTTTGGATGTCATCGCATGTACGGTTTGAAATTGATTCAGCCTACACACTATTACTTTACAGAGTAGTCACAACACCGGATGAGAAATGTAATGCCATACTTGTTTCCCAAAGTCAGATGTTTTGAGATGTCACGCTCCGAATACATGGAGTGCATACCATTGATGACCAACCTAGACAGAGTCAACTTTTACGTGTCGAAACTTATCATGGACGAGAATTAGTGGGACAATATGGAATTATACGAAAAACATTTGCAACATGTTCCCAAGGATTTGCAACTTGGAGTCATCATGCTCAGAGGACCAGAAGATCCAAGTATCGAAGAAATGTGTATTCAGTACAAGGATTTCTTGCAAAAGTTGATGCGCATAACACAAAGGACATCTATGCCCATATATGATAATTACAACTAGCTGGTGCTGACCATTCGAGACGGTTCGCTGGACAAAAAGATTACTCATAGTATACAGAAGAGATAGTTGTAGTTGGACACGTCCAACCATTAGGATCGAAAGATCGTGCGGTAGCTGACACTAAAGTGTCTGAAGTCGAACAAGTTCGACCGTTTGATTCAAAAGAATCGGTCATAGTCGTGTTTATTGAAGAGTATTCGTACAAGGTATGATATCAAGGTTACAAAGAATGGCAAAGTCGTCATTCGAAAAAAGCGAAGCAAAAGTAAATGTAAATAGGCCAGCCACTGAGTAATGCTTGTCGTTTGTCATTCACCATATTCGTTGTCATCGTCCAATTCCAAACTTTCCAGTTCATCGTCGCTCCATTCCTATTCACCGCTACCATCTGCATCTACGACATTTTCTTGCAACTAATAATATTGTTCTATTTTTTCCTACTCTTGCTAGTCGGGTTCACTAAAACTAAAATTCGACAATGTTTCATCGTCACCCGTTGATGGAGACTATTGAAATAGCATCTCAATGCCAACAATATGTTCAGTTTCATCGTACAAAACTTCGATTCCCTAAATTTTCTTGTTGTTAGTTACATTGGCCATGAATGCATGTCTGCCAAATTGTTGAACATCCTATTGTTCGAATCTAATGTCCAACAGTTTTCTTCTTTCTGAACGAATGCTGCGTTGTACATAGCGAGCCATGTCCTAGTCTGAGAATATGCATTTACCGGATTCGAAATATGCATACGAGTATACGATCCAAGCCGGACGAGGTGTATTACCAGTTGCAACGAGTTGATGATTTACCTAGTGATGATGCATCAGAAGAATACGTGAAACCAGCTTTGTATCTTGTAGGTCATCGTAAAACAGTTGTGCTTGCCATTTGCCTCGGGCTATGGGACCAATGATCGTCGACGGTTCAGTAACTCTGCAACTGTCGAAGAGGGATATGTTTTCGCCAGGAAATTCGAGCAACAATTCGTGGTAAGGTGTTGTTGTGGACGACATTGTTTGTATTTTTTTGAGAATAGGGTATGTTATGAATCCGAAACCTATTTCGTTATTATTTGATTTGAGTCATTCAATATTATTACATGTAACTCGGCAAGTCGAACATGTTTGACAATAAGAATCTCGCTCCGCTACTGGACATGTCCAGAAAGATTCAACACAAGTTGGTCTTTATTGTTTCCGAAACAAGCAAAATGTATGTATTGACAGTTACGCGCAAATGTTGATTCCCCTGCCAAGTAGAGGTATTGTTCTGTTGAATTATCAAATTGTTTGTGGGTTGTATGTGTTTGAGTGAGTGTATACAAGTCAAAAAAAATATTTGGAGGTCAAAGGTTTCAAAAGATTTTTAAGAATTGTGAAGTGCCCAAAAATTTTTGGAGGTTCAGAATTTTGAAACCTTGGACAAAAAAAGTTGGAGTCCAAAAAATTCTTTGGGCAAACAAAATTTATTTTTCTTCTGGCCACTTGCCAACTGCCCCCTCAAGCAAACAAACAACTACCCAAATAACACTTCCTCCAAACAAACATGTTCAAGGAATATCCAAGCATTGACAACATTACAGGTAGACTTGTGCTCAAGTATCTCAAAAATGACACTGAAGAATTCGTTGTTACGGAAAAGGTCCACGGTGCAAACATCCAATTCATCTATTCTGTTGAGGACAAAACCATGAACTACGCAAGTCGTAACCAATTGCTCGACACTGAAGAGAAGATGCAAAAGTTTTTTGGTGCTGCTGATTTCATGCGTCAACTTGGTGAAAACAAGATTCGTTCATTGTGCGAAACTGTTTTGGGCGACGATTCACTGTGTGGCAACAAAAAGGTCAAATTCATTACAGTCTATGGTGAACTTTTTGGAGGAATCTATGTTCACTAGGATGTTGCCAAGTTGCCCAACGTGAGACCCATTCAAAATTGCAAGTTACAGTATTCACCCAAACATGAATTCTATGGTTTCGATGTTGTGCTTCGTTTCGAAAGAGACGACGGTAACCTCAACTCAAACTATTTGGACTTTGACACATGCCAGCGCTTGTTCAAGGATCAAAATTTGTTGTGTGAACTGGCAGAATTCAGAGGTTCCTTGTTGGATTGTGTCGATGCGTCGGCCAACATCAAACTACAGCAGTCTACGATTCCTAGACGTCTTGGCTTGCCCGAAAGAATTCCCAACATTCGCGAAGGTAACATTATTCGTCCCGTTGTCCCAAGATTTGAAAGCAACAGCAACAGAATCATGATCAAGGACAAGAATGACGAAAAGAATTTTGGCACCGAAGAATCCAAATGTGCACGCGATGTTTAGTTTGTTCGTTACAAGTTGACCGAAGAAGAAAGGGTGTTGGCAGAAAAGTTGGCAGTCAGAATTACGGAGGATAGATTGGGTTCAGTGCGAAGCAAAAATCCTGAAATCTTTTTCGTCGATCCTGCACTTCCTGAATCCGATAAAAAGAAACATGCTGCAATCAACAGAGGCAAACAGGTTTCCAAAATTGTTGACGACTTGTTGGACGAGGTGAAGCGCGAAAGACAGGACAATGAAGATTATGCTGTTGTTGCTTCTTGGTTGGATACTTTGGATCAGGCCAAACACAAGAGACTCAACAAGATTCTCGTAGAAGTTGCCGAAGATTTGGTTCGTAATTCCAACAATTCTGAATAAAAGCAACAACATTTTTATTTGTTCTTTGTTCAACAACAACTATAACTATTTACTCCAAACAAACACGGTGCCTACAGAAGCTTACGACAGCTATTGCCCTAGAAAACACCAAACAAGAATAACAACAACGCAAATAAATACAAATGTACAACATCATTATTTACATCAATTCAGTAGTAGGCCGATTACAGTGCCAAAAAATGCCCAACCAAGTACGCATGCACAGCAAATGCTCAGCATCAAGAGCATCAGTCCTGCTGCGACAAATGACCAGTATATGATGAGTAACGCCTGCAAAAAGTTGAAGAAATCGATAGAGCAGGTCCGAATTGCGGGTGTGCCCCATGCAAAAACGGACAGTGCGATGATGATGGCAAATTGAGCGAGGGACGCCAAACAAAAGAGCAAGTTCTTCAAACATGTGACCAGACCAGTTATCATGAACAGTTGTTTGCTGATAACATTACAACACTATTCAGAGATGCATGATGGTATCACAAGCAATGTCATGATCAATGTATTAGCTGACAAAGCATAACCGATACCAGCAAAAGCTGCCGATAATTTGAGTATATGAGCGATCTCCTACTATGAACAGCTTGACATTTTGTCCCAGTGCCTCTAACACATGACAGTAAATGCAATGGCAAGTCCCAAAGATACCAGACCAGCAAAAACAGACGGCCCGTGTCGCTTTAGGTTGTGGAAGAACCAGGCTATATAGTAGTTCTCTTGTGTAAGAGTGCGAGTCTCACAGTGAAGCTTACCATCATTGGTATGATTGACAGTCTATGTAGTTGTTGTACGACTGAGGAACGAAAGGGTGATTGGCATTGGTGGCAAAAGAAGAAGGGAAGAGTTTAGCAATTGCAACGGAGTAAAAGTTTGAAACTCAAAAATGTTTTTTGCCAGTCCAAAGTTTCAAAGTTGCTCAAAAATATTTTTAAACCTGCCTTCAACCCTCAACCCTAGAAAAATGAACACTGAACAGTTGCTCTCATCCGTCTTTCCACTATGTTTCGATCCCAACTCTAAAAGCGACTGCACAGTTGTCATCAACAATAAACCATATTGTCTCCACAGAGAAGTGTTGAAAAGAAAGAGTCTATTCTTTGATGCACTTTTTCGCTTCGAAGAGATGAATGGTTCAGAGCCACAGACCGAATACAGCATAGACATTCCCATTCGAGAAAAGGATGATGCCGAATTATTGGTCAAAATCATTATTCTGTACATGTACGACATGTATGACATGACAAAATTGCCAACCAAACACATTTTTGGATTCTTATATGTAGCCAGATATTTGTAGCTTCGAGATTGTTCATCATTGGAGCACAACCAAATCGAATTACTGGTTTATAAAATCTTAAAAACACGGGGCTGCTGGATAGAAATATATGTGTATGTTCAATCGCGGGCAGTTGCCATAATACTCAACAGTGTAGAATCAAAGTGGCTAAAGGCACGAAAAAACTTTAAATTGAGCCCTCATCACTATGTAGAATTTGTTGAGAAAAACGAAATTGAATACGTAAAAGATTGTTTCAACGAGTTTGTGCAAACCAAATGGGGTATAGATGAATATCAATGTAATGAATTAATTCTTTGGGTCAGTCACAAGGGCGATTTCATCTTTTAGGTAGATGGTCGTATGTTCAACAGTCAAGAAGAAGATTGGAAACATGAATTGTTCTTGTACATTGTCAATAAAGTAATGTAAATTTTATATTTTACATGATATTTGTCCTTGAAGTGGTTCAAAGAGCCAAAGCCAATGGTTTCATGCCCTCAAAGTCAACCTGCTTTTTCTGTTCATTCCAGTAAAACGAAGACAACAAAAAGGCGCCCTTTGGAACAACACTTGTGTCGGTGGCCAACTCGGTGACCTTTTCAACCTCGCCCTTTTCATTCTTCTTGTCATACTTCTTGTAAACCAAATTGACACGGTAAATGAAAAAGTGATGATCATGGTCGCCATTCTTGTAAGTACGATCCAAAGCATCATTGGGTGATTTGTAAGTGCCGATCAGTTCCAACTTGCTGCTCTTTGAAACGGTCTTGAGTGGCTTGCGGTATGCCAACCATCTTTCCATGCGAACCTCTTCGGCCTTGTTGATGTTGTTTTTAGAGGTAGCGGTAGCAGCGGTTCTGGCAGTCGATGACATGTTTGGTTGAGTTGGTTGGTTAGATATGGGTCAGAAAAAGAAGAGAAAAGTTGTTTGGTTGGCTGTTGTTTTTTTTGTTGGACCACAAAAGTTGAAATCTTTTTATGGACCACCGAACACACAACATGTTCACGTGAAAAAGTACAAAAAAGATACCAAATAATTTATACTTGCTTTGTTTGTCGGCAATGGTCGAGCCAAGTTACAAAACATCATCAATGTCAATAGCAAAAAAATTGCAGTTCTCAATCGATGTGTTGCTTCCGTACGCCATCTGCAAAGCACACAAAGCCTTGACGGCATCATCCCAATTTTCCTCTGTAAGTCTAATATTGCTAATCTTTTCCGTGTCAACATCATGGGTCTCCGAATCATATGCGAGTTGAACAAAAGTGATCTTATTGCTCTTGAGGCCGATTTTAGTGCCAATGACATCCCCAAGGTGGACCAAAAAGGATTCCAAAGTTGAGTCGCTAAACATGGAAAATTTGGCTTTGATGGCATGCTGAGCCCCTGGCAAATTGCGATACCTGACCATCTACACAATCTCCAATGGTTGCGCGACCTAAACATCTTCGAAACGATCCTCATGACTGCCATCCAATGGAACGAATTCTGCACGATAGTGCGAGGTATTTGGGTTGGCGCCAAGGGAAAGTAGAACACGAGCATTGCGACCACCTTGTTTACAAAGGGCAAGTGGGGTGCGGCCAAAGATTGAACCCTTTTGGAATGACAAATCGCCATCGCAGAGAGCCTCGTATTCTTCTTGCTGACGCTGCTCACAAATAGTAGTAGTGGCATCTATATCTGCACCTTCATCCACCAGTTGGATAATGAGTGACACAGGTGTATCTTCGTGTACAACAGCATAGTGTAAGGCAGTGAAACCTTCCTCGGCGTATGAGGCCTGAACAACTGTGTCGACATAGTTGTCGTTTTCCAAAATGTCGCTATTACCACCTTTGGTCTTTTGCTCCATGGTGACATCTACAATATGTTCGAACAGTTTGGCGGCGGCATTGAACCATTTGTCACGAATGAGTAGCATGAGTAGAGTGCGACCAAATTCAGGGTCACGACCTTCGAGTGGATGCCTAGCCGTGTTTTCAGAGATGAGATACTTGTCACATAGGTTGATCATTTGAAAATCATCCATGCCACTTTGTGTAAAGTCGTCGTCCGTGAGGGTGGGTTGGTCGGTTTCCTTTGTGCCGGATTTTTTAGACTCATATGGGTGGTAACGAGATTTGAAAGTGTTGCAGACTTCGAGTTGATGCTTCATTTGAGCAAGTGGGGTGGTATTGTTGATGTTTTTTTGAGAGGGGGCAAAAGGAGGGGTGCGCTGAAAAAAGTTGTTTGTTGGCTGTGTTTTGGAGGTGGACGAAACTTGACGTGCTCCTTTTGTTCTTGTTCTGAGGGGTGTCAAGTTCCAATTTTTTGAGTTCCTTCTTGGCAACCAACGACTGCTGTCCAATTTTTTTGACGATCCAATACAAAGTCATCATATTATTATAATACCTTTGCCATCCATTTACTTATCCATGTCCCAACAACAACTCAAAAATTTTGTACAAAAGACTATTCTGTCTGGCGACTACATCTTGTTCACCAAATCGTATTGTGGTTACAGTCAGACTGCCAAACAGTTGTTACTGTAGCGTGGTATTCCTTTCAAAGCATTGGACATTGATCTCATGAAAGATGGCCAAGCATTGCAAAAGGTTTTGACCAGTATGTACAACCACTCGACTGTTCCCTATGTATTTATCAAGGGCAAGTTTATTGGTGGTTGTTCGGAATTGAAGAATCTTATGAAGAGCAGTGGTATCAATCATAGTAGTCACAGTTATTCATTGTATCAAGAGGATAGTGACATTGAATAAACAAAATTATTTTGTGAGTGAACCAAGTTGCAAGTTTCAAATTTATTTTTTTGGACCAAGTTGCCAAAATATTTTGGAGGTCCAACTTTTGCAACCAACCAAACTTTCAAAATATTTTTTGAGTTGCCACAAGTTTCAAAAATTTTTTGATGGTCCATAGATTCAAAATATCTTGTTTCTCTTGCCAATTGCCAACACTAGCCTTCAATCAAAACCATGTCCCCCAAAGTCAACATTCCCCGAACCGTTGTCGATGTTCACTATCGTTACAAAATAGAAGACGTCCAACTGCAACATACCGACAGAAATCAAATGACCAAAACAATCATTGCCAACACGGTTCAACTATCCAAAGATATCAACGTCGCAGTCGAACATGTTCGACCATTAGATTCTCGCTTCGCTAGTGAACAAGTTCACGAAGAATCGGCTGCACCAGAATTCATTGCCAAACATATGAGTCTACACTTCAATACACCTGCAACGGTAGAAGACGATAAAATTACTGTAAAGGGCAACTTTACGTTGGAACAGGTTCGCACTGCACTAGACGAATTTATAGAACAAATCGTTCTTTGTCCCAAATGTGCGTAATCTTTAGATTTTGTTTAATGGTCATGACCATCTGCGCTCCCCGAACTCAGCATAACAGTCGAGCAAAACAAAAAAACGAACATATATTCATGTCTGCTGCAAAGCATGCGGATTTGACGCTGACCTATAGGACAATGGAGACGACAAAATGCTCAAATACATTGCCAACAAGGGCAAGTCGTCTAATTTCCATACCAATCACGGACCAACACCATAAAGGGTCAATAAAACGTCGGAAATAGAAATTATATTGGACTGATAGCTATTCGCATATTGCCCAAAAATAATAATAATCATATTGTCACTTCTTTTTCCGCCTACCTATAACAAAAATACTCAAACCAGAGATATCATCAAGTCATGCCGGTTTCAAGTTCAGTATACATTGGTGCAGGTATTACTAATCCCACGCGTCCCTTAGACGTCAACGGAGAGGCTCTCTTTCGTGACAAACTCAATCTCATTGGTTCTTCGACCGATCCCGCAAACAATCTCATGTGGTATATGGCTGCGAGTTCTGATGGAACAACTCCCAACAATCAACTTAGCATTTACCAAAGACCAAGCGATACCATTGGTGGAGCAGGAACATCGTATTTGAATCTTACTCCAACTGCACTAACTCTTCCCAACAGCAAACTTGCAATCGGTGCTAGCGATCCCGGAACCTATACGCTCTATGCAAACGGACCAGCAAGCATTACAGGTGCAGTTGCGTTGGGCAGCACGTTGAATGTAACAGGTGCACAAACCTTGACAGGAGCAACCTATCACGCAGGCAACGTAACTATCTCGGGGTCGAATACATTCTACGTTGCAGGTGCTAGTTCTCTGATGAACGGTCTCAGAGTAAACGGCGCAATAACAGTAACATCTGGCAGTCTCGATGTTCAAAACGGTGGAAATGCAACTGTTCGCGGCGCATTTACTGTTGGTAACGACATGGGCGGCGCCAACTCTTTCAAACCGCTCATCAACATTTGGGGAAATGGTAACATCAAATGGCAAAATTACTCCTCTGGTCAGATCGGTCCAGAATTGGCAGGTTCGGGCGAGCAGTCTTTGAACATTGTTGGTATCGGCAGTCCCAACCTTACTCGTGTTAGTGGTGACATCAACATTAGCGGTAACTTGGAAGCAAACGACAATATTCCAATCTTTTGTGCTAATCCTACATCTACAACAGGCGTAGCAGGTCCAGCTGTTCAACGTCATTGGACAAATATTGCTTCCGATTCCACTGATCTCATGGCCAATGCAGGAACAATCATCGACGTGAGCAACGGAGGTGCCGTAGTAATTCCAACTAGTCAGCGCTATCCAAGAATTACCGTCAGTGGTTTGACCCTATAGGGCACATTCACGTCATCCAACTTGTTGAACGGCGGTGCATTGCTCTTTTACAATTCTACCACAACAGCATTCATTGGTGGTATTCGCTACTTGAGCGCAACATATGATTCAGGCACAGGCAACTACGTATTTACAACAACAGGCTATGTTTCGGCATCCATCGACCCAACCGTTGCATCCGTTAGAGTGTACAGAAATATACTCGTGGGTATGTTCTACAACGAATCCAGCAAAACCTTTGAATATGCCTATTTGGACAAGGATTTGGCATTGGGTTCAAACCCAACCTACACTAAGCGAGCCAACATATCAGCACAAAACATCACAGCAACTGGTAGCGTCACTGTGGCAGGAACAATTAACTTGGGACCTGCTTCGGGTGAAGCTGTTGCTACGATCCAGTCAAGAACAATTCCATCAGGTCAAGGTAATTCAAATGAACGATCTGAACTCATTCTGTTCCAAGGTAACGACCCCGGCAACGGTTCAGGTCCCGATGTCATTACGCTTCGTTCTCCGTGGATTCGCATGCAAACGTTCAACAACGCAGGAGTCGGGGATGCCAATAATAATTCGGGCAGTAATACTCGTTTGCAAGTTGATTATTTTGGAAATGTTTGTATTGGTACTACAGATGGCACTACGGGCACTGCCTTGTTGGATCTTGCCAACGATTTTCATATTGGGGCCAATTCTTCCGCTTGGAACAATACAGCCACAAAGGGTCTTTATTTCCGTTATTCGACAAATGGAACCAACAATGCAGCTTTTATCTAGTCTGTAGATCGCACAGGCTCTGTGACATACTATCCAATGTACATTGAAGCAAGCACTACCTACTTTGACCAAGGAGGCATTTATGTAAAGCCAACAACAGCAAAATCTTCTGCGATTCTTGTCGACAATTAGGGTCACATCGACATGGGCTATAATGTATCGGGAAGGGAATCCAACGCAGGCAAGATTGGTTACGGTCTCACAACTACAAATGCTTTGGATATTTATGGTGCAGGGACTGTTGTGGGCGCTCACAATCTGATGCTGTGGGACAATGTGACAACAACAGGTGCTCATACTGTTTCCGGCGCACTCAATGTTGCTGGCGATGCTTCCATTGGTGGCAACACTACAATCACAGGTTCTCAACAGGTTGGCAACGGACTGACTGTAACCGCAGGTGGAGCAACTGTTTAGGGGTTGACCACCTTGGGAACGTCAGGTTCAACGGGCAAAACACTCTAGGTAAATGGATCGGCCGCAATCAGCAACAACATCACAGTTTCTGGCAATTCAGTCCTGTCCAACACAACAGTGGCAAATCTTACCGTAACAGGCACATTTACTGCAACGAACACTACAGACATAAATGCCATTCACCAAGGAGGTGACTCATTCGATGCACCCATTAATCTGGGAACACTCGATGCCTATCCTGTAAACATTATATCCGTGGGATCTACAATCGCTAGTTTCGACGGATGGACTGGAAACACTACACTTAGCAGTGCACTTGATGTCTACCGTTTTAACACACAGTCTTCGTCCACGGTTAATGGTCTTCTGTACATCAACAATGGCACTCTTAACGCACTCAGTGTAATAGGAAATGCAAATGTCACAGGAAATGCAAATATTACTGGTTTAATAACCGCGAGTAATATTTCTCTAAGTGGAGAAGTTACCACGGTAGACCTAAAAGCAACAGGTAATACAATTTTGTCTGGTCTGCATGTGAACGTAAATCAAACCGTTGGAGGAACACTCACTACTAGTTGGCTTACTGCAACGGGTGTTACAAATCTTAACGGCACAACAAATATTGGCGATGGCGTCGCTTTCACCGTGGGAACTGGCAATACATAGTTCAATGGTCCTGTCGATTTCAAAAACACTGTGTAGTTTGAACAGGGTTTCAGCGTTACCGGCGGAACTGCAAACTTTGGAAATGGCAACTTGCAAATTTTGGGTAATACGACGCTTGGAACCCTTTATGCAGGAAGTTCAACATTCGGTGGTAATGTAGACATGCTTACCAATACGCTCAATGCCGGTGCGACTACTCTTTCTTCGTTGTATGTTACCAATGCATCGACATTGAATGGAACGACATATCTTGGAAGTAACACAACAGTTTCTGGAACTTTCGCAGTTGGTAGTAGCGCAACAACTTTGGGTGGCAGCTTGTCTGTTACTGGTTCGACAACGCTGGGAACACTCAATGCAGGTGCAACAACTGTTGGAGGAAATCTTGCAATTCCTGGAAATAATTCAATTAGCATTGGTAGTTCGACAACATTGGGTAGAATGACTAACAATTCTGTTCAACTGTATGCTAGCTTGGTTCCGACTCCTGGCAACACAACATCGGCTGCATTTTGGTATCAGTCCAGTGTTGGTCCGACTATTAGCGGTTCTCAATTTTCTGTGGAAACCAACGGAACAGTGCAGCGTCTGAGAATCGATTCATCGGGTAATACAACAATTTCTGGAGCAACCACTTTTTCGAGCGGCGTCAATGTTCCTTCTTCTACGTTGAGCGTTGGAGCGAGTGGTACGTTGTCAGTTGCTGGTTCTACGAGTTTGGCCGGTTTGACGAGCAGTGGTAATGTGACCATTTCTGGTTCCAATAGTCTTTCGGTTGGTAGTGGATCAACGACTTTGGGCGGCAGCCTGTCCGTAACGGGCAATTCCACGGTTGCATCGCTGGCGGCAGGTGGTAATGTGACCATTTCGGGTTCGAATAGTTTATCGGTTGGCAGTGGATCAACGACTTTGGGTGGCAGCCTGTCTGTAGCAGGTAATTCTACGGTTGCTTCTCTGGCTGCAAGTGGCAACGTTACAATTACAGGAACCAATAGTCTGTCCGTAAACAGTGGTTCAACGACGCTGGGTGGCAGTTTGGCCGTCACAGGCACGAGTACGCTAACTACGCTTTAGGTAACAGGCAACGAAACGGTGGCTGGTAATTTGACTGTTACAGGTTCGCTATACAACAATCTGTACAATGCAAACGGAAGCAACCTAGTTTTCAACAATGTACCGCAACTTGCATTGACTGCACAAAACTATGCGACCACCAATAATATGTAGATGGCAACTATGCATGTGCCCAAGTATGTTTCCAGTAGCAACTCTATATTCAGTGGTTCCGTGGGTGCAATTACTAGAATTGCCATTGCCAAGAACAATACTTTGGTTGCATTCGTTGCGTCAAATACTTTCTATACATACTAGTTGACCGGTGGCTCTTGGAAGCTACTTTCGTCCTACACGCCTTCAGCGGGTAATACTGCGTCATCTGTGGACATCATGCAGGATGACGCAACGGTATTGCTTGCAATAAATAATACTGGTTCCGGCGGTGCTGTTCTTTCTACTGCCCCCGCAACCAATTTGTCATCTCTGAGCAGTGTTGGCACTGTGGGGTACACAGGCACAGTAAGCACACTTATTTGCGCGAGTAGCAAAGCATCGGCTGTGGTTGGCATGGTATTTTGTAACGGCACCACCATGAAAGTGGTTCTGTACAATACAAGTCCAGTAAGTTAGACTGCAAACTTTAGCGTTGCGGACACTGCAGCTAATGCAATTGCCTTCCAAATTGCAGATGATGGCCAAACTGTACTCTGTGCTAGTACAACGCAATGCTTTACTGCGCTGGCTTAGCTTGCATCAAGGACTAATGTGAATAATTATAGTGTTTGCACATCTGCGAGCATGAACGGTGCGGGAACATATGTTGTTTTAGGCAATTCCGCTAATAACAATGCACTGTTGTACAATGGAACAACTTTGGTGGCAACATTGACCCCAACCAATGGTATTGGCAGTCCGCTCATGGGCACATCCGTAAGCATGTCGAGAACTGGAAGTATGATTTGCGTTGGTGGATATGGAGATAACAGCAATGCTGGTGCAGTGTGGGTGTATGGTTTCGACTTGAGTACGACTGTGACACCGTTGGCAAAAATAACGGATGCCTCAGTTACCTTCTTGGGAAGAAGTGTTTACACAAGCAACGGAAGGTATATTTTGGTAGGTGCAACCAACGCAGTTAACCAATATTAGCTGGACAATTAGGTCGCAGTTGGTGACATACAAGCTAGCGGTATTGTTACATATGGTACAAATGGTCTCATCATCGACACTACCAATAGTTATCCCCAGAAAACATCTGCATTGGCGATCGCAAACAGGGGTTTCCTGTCCTTGGGTCATGGCGTTAGCGGCAAAGATGCCCAAGCAGGTAGAATTGGTTACGAGTTGTTGACACCGGGTGCTTTGGATATTATAGGTGCGGGAACCGTCGCTGGAAGCAGAGGACTACAGCTATCCGACAATGTGACGATTCCAGGAACACTTTCTGTTTCCACACTCTCGACAGGTCCTATTACCATTGGTTCAGTTCCTGCAGCCGGATTGGGCTACAGTTTGGAAGTTGGTGGCTGGAATTCGGGCAGTAGTGCGGGCGGTTCCATTCTGTTACATCGCAGACTCGTTTTTGGTCCTCAAGAAGGCACGTCAACAGAATCCAACTTAGTGTGGAGCATGGACAACTAGAGCAGCACCTTCCGAATTTTCAGAGAAAACCCTCGTGGCACAACCGGTACTGTCGCAATGAACATCAACAATACGAGCGGTGTACAGTTCACCAACGACTTTCACATTGCCAATAACAGCGGTGCATGGAATACTACATTTGGCAAGGGTCTTTACATGCGATATAGCACCAACGATGGACAGGACTCTGGATATATCCAATCCATCGATAGATCGACGGCAGTATTTTCTCCATTGCATATTATGTCTTCTGCATGCACCATCACTGGTACACTCAACGTTACCAGCACCTTAGCACTAAATAGCAACAAGATTTATTTCAAAGTAGGCACTGATGCCAATCATTGGATCGGCTCGGTGGCAGCTTCTTCGAACGGTATCAATTCAACCGTAGATGGACCACGTATGGTTGGCTTTGCCGGTGTCAATTTTGGCGCGACGGGTGGCTCGGCGTGTGCTTTCAAGATTCAGAATCTACAATCACGTGCTACTACTGCTAACGCCGTTGAATATGATCTTGCGAACGGTGATTTGTTCGTATTATCGTCATCTAGGGCAGTGAAAACGAATATTCAACCTGTGTCCAACAGCTACACAAAAGAATAGATTTTGAAACTCGAAGTTGTTACCTATAATTCCGTGCTGCCGGCTGACGATCCAAACTAGTTAATCATTGGTATGGTTGCCGAAGATGTGAACGAAATTATACCAGAGTTGGTGCCTAAGGTGGTTCATGACGAAAGTTGTGATTGCAAGAAATGTGAGGGCAAGCCTAGACCTTGGGTAGAATGTACATTTGTGCACTATAATTAGGTTGGCGCGTTGGCTTTGGAAGTTTGCAAGCAGCAATAGGCGGAGATTGACTAGTTGACAAGGGAGAATAGTGAACAGAAGAGTCAGATAGAGTAGTTACAGCTGACCCAACAGAATCTAATGGCCGAACAGGTTCGATTGCAACAGACACTTCAGGGTCAATGTGCTGAATATATTCAGCTGCAGAGTCGAATGGCGGATTTGATGGATCGTCTGGTTGCACTTGAGGGTAAATCAAAGAAAAAGTCATAGTAATAAACAAATCGGCATAAATTATAATTGAGGCAAAAAATAAATCGGACACAAAAAAATTTATTCGAAAACTATTTTTTGCTGCACAACTTCAAAGCCAACAAATACAGAAAAAAACAGCGAACCAAAAAATGAGCAACACCCTCGAAAAAATTGTCAACAAACACATTACTCTGTCCGACCAATGTCATAGGATACGATTCATCAAAACTTTGGAATCACTTTAGTCGTATCTGCCCACCGATAAAACCATCTAGGTGTTGGAGTTGGGTGGACAGACGATATTTACTGCGATGCTCCAAAATGCATTTCCCAATGTTGCAGTAACAAGTAGCACTTGGGACTTGAGACATCCGTTTCCTAGTGAACATACTCGGTAGCAATACGATTTGGTAGTGTGCATGGAAGTCATTGAACACTTGAAAGACGTGGAAACACCAAATGACATTGGCTCGCTGGCAACATTTTGCGGTTCAGGAATTTACAACATGTTTCATCAAAGTAGTTTGTGTCTGAAATAGGGCGGTATACTTTTTGTAACAACACCCAACGTGTGTAACTATCGCGCCATTTGGAATTTGATGCAGGGCGAACACCCATTCACTTACAAGCCACATCCTCGTGAATTGACCAAGAAAGATGTTGTCGAATATGCAGAAAAGTGGCAATTGTTCAAGACTCGTGATGTACAGATGCATACGGTTTGGTATAACCATGGTCTGGAACCCGGAATCGTTAATCAGCTGGAAAGCTTTTTGAAGATGATGAATTGTTAGGTTGGAGATGATGCTCGCGCGGATGACATGTTCTTCTTTTTTGAGAAGTTGTGACCAATCTATACAAAAATAATAAAATCCAACATCCTTCCCTAAAAGTATTTACTTTACCAAACACTGCAATGTCATTGGCTGCGCCAAATATCCAAACCAGAACAGCACTCAGCGAAATCATTCCCGGAAAACTTTACCTCGGCGAAGCAGGACATGCATATGAACTTGGAATTGCCAAAAAACTTTCGCCACTGGCCAGCATTACAAGAATTATCAATGTTACAGAATTTGATGAAGTACCCAATTATTTGGAAGATGTACAGGGTTATGAATACTTGCGCATTGCAGTATACGATGTGAACAACGAAGAAATAGAAGAATACTTTGAAGCTGCTTACAACTTTATTGAAAAGGCTTTTGCAGAAGGTCACAAAGTATTGGTCCATTGTTATGCAGGCATGTCACGTTCACCGACAATTGTTGCTTCGTACATGATGCGCAAGTATGATATGTCCTTTGAAGGAGCAGCCAAGTATATTAGTGAACAAAGAGATGTCACCAACTTTCGAACTTTTAGAAAGAAGTTACAGGAATACGAAAAATATCTTGGTGCTCAAAAATTTATAATATCAAAGTAAACAGCAACAACATTTTTTTTCATTCAGAGACCAGACCTGTTCAACAATCTAAACCAATGAATAAACCCCTCTTTTTCTACAAATTTCGCAGTGAAAAGAACTTTCGTGCCTTTGATGCGTTAATGGCATGGGAAGAAACTCGCTATCTTTTGGAAAAGCAATTTGGCATGCATGAAGAAGCCAAAGGTGGTAAAAAGAATTCTCAATAGGGTTACATTGATGGATGGTTTGCTGATGATGTTCACACAAAAAGCATATCTTCCAACACCATCATCCAACCCAATTCTCAAATCATTCTCGTTCGCAAACCGCTGCCCGAGGGAGCCAAACCTTTTGTGCCTTTCAAGTATTTGTTATAGGCCCTTGAATCGTAGACTACCAACGAATATCCAGAACCAACAGACTCGGGCATGAACTGGGATAACTTGACCGAAGAACAAAGAATTGCCATGATCAACGGAAGCGATGTCAACAACAACAACTCAACAAATACACAAACGACAACAACTATGCATCCAAGTTTATTTGCAGCAATAAAACAACAAAAACATGCAACTGAATATTTAAAAACTCAACAACAGCAGTTGTCCAAAAAACCTCCCACGGACTATGTTTGTTTCGGTTGTCACGAACGAGGTGACCACTACAGAAATGCATGTCCAAAACAAAAGGACAAGAAGTTTGTTCCCTATGATCGTCGTAAAATGCCCATAGGTATTCCCAAGAGTCGCATCCGAATTGCGAAAACAGAAGAAGAATTGAAGAGAGCCTTTGTCAACCAAGAAGGTCAATTTGTTGTATTCGACTAACGGATCTTTTGGTCACACACACAAAAAAAATAAAAACAATCAAAACTTTTTGAAAGCCAAACATATCCATGTTCATCGATACAGAAGCATTACGCCAACTTCCCCGAGATGTCATTGTACACAACATATTGCATTGGCTAGACATCAGTAGCAAAACATATAAATATTCATACACATCATATGGCTACTTTACTGACGATGCTTCTCGCACCATTTATCGAATATTTGACATGTTTTTAACTTTGAATTGGTGGAGTGGAAATGAAACATTCATTAAAGGAGCAGAACAATTAACATTTTACGTGGAACTGGCGAGTATGCGTCCTTCGTATCTTCAAAAACTACAAAATGCAGCAAAAAGTAGTGTATCAACAATAGTACACATTTCATTTACACAGTTTCCAAGACATAGGATGAAAGAGATATCTGTTGACGAACAAATAAGCTATGTAGAACCCATTAGCCGACTAGTTTCCAAAATTTGCATCGATTACATCATTGATACATACGTTGCCCACAAGTTGTAGTCATATAATCTGAACAATGTTGAAATCGAGCCTACATTCATGGTGTTCAATACTACAGATACTGAGAAGTTTACCGAGATGCAACAACTTTTGGACAACAAATATTGCAAAAAGGTGGACTTTGAAATCTATTCGTTCACAAACAAGGACCAACAATCTAATGTTTATGAATTGATGCGACAGTATGTTACAAAGTTGAACAAGGTAAAATTTTCTTCAATGCCAGAGTATGAACCAGATGCACCATTTTGGCAACCTGATTTTTGGTAGTTTGTTGGTCCCAAAATTACAGAAATTGATTTGAATCGCGTCAAATATGAAAATCTTTGGCAATACTTTGTCGACCACATGCTACCATATCTGAAAAGATTGAATTCCATTTGCTTTCCATCGTCATCTATGAATTAGTTGATGAAATTGTTGCCTACAGGTGTGTTGAATGGCGCGAGCGTAAAGTTTCCCTTACCCTGGAAAAACGCCAATGGCAGCAACAAATAGGAGTTGAACTATCAAATCATTGAGCAAATTATGAAAGTTGTGGGGAGTGCTGATTTCGGTTCGTACAATGTATAGATTGCAGGAGTAGATATTCGTGGATTGGTGCTCAAATAGCAGACAAATGGTGTTATTATGGTTGATTCATACGTAATGAAATAGAATCTTGCTAAATCTACATACCCACAAACAGATATTCGGTATGATGCAGGAGTAGAATGGAACAGTTTCGAGGAGTATATTCGAAAGAGGGTTTCACTCACAACACACTTGTAAAACTATTTATTTTTCACACACACAAACACAACATGTCCCTAATTTTGGTTGCCGCCTTCCAATTTCCTGCCTATGTAGCTGGTATAATACCCAGCAAATTGATAAAGCGGTTATCCCATGGTGCGGATGATAATGGTCAGATAGCAATTGGAGTATGTTGTGGATTGATGTGTTTACCAGTTAGTTTGCCAACAAGAGCCATAAACAAGTTTTGGAATAAGGTTGCAAATGAGTTGGAACAGGGTTGCACGTGTGATGTTACAAGAAAGGTTGCTAAATCGTGGTCCGACTATATGTTAGATCAAGTAACATATTATTGATTATGGAGTTGTATAAACCAAAAAAAATATGCGTCATTCGTAGCACATCGTAGATGCAAGGATTCGAACCTTGGAGGGATTTCTCCCGTGTCGTTAGCACCGACATGCCTTGAGCCGCTCGGCCACATCTACTTTGGTGATATATCAACTGGGTCATGTGTAATTGTATGGGTTCATGAAAGTGATAAAGGTCAAATATTTATTATGAGTCGCCAATGTTCGTCTTTACTCTGTTCATGACATCATTCCAAAGTGCATCCTTCTTTTCGATTCTGTCGCTAATTTCTTTGGCAGCTTTGAGAGCAGCATCGATTTCGGGTTGAGCCTTTTTGACTTTGTCGGCAAGTTGTGGATCTCGTTGCATCTTCTTTTGGGCCTATAGCAGCAGAGCATTGATATCATTGTTCAAATCTTCATTGGCCCTTTCCAAATCTTTGACGCAGACAATAACCTAAGCCAACTGTCGACGAAGATCCATGATGGTTTCGTTGGAGTTGTCCGTCGGTTGTTCTTCTCTTTCAAACTACTCTTGTTTCATAATTTTCTTGTACCAATCGTCCAGTTCATTGTCTTGAATTTTGGAATCTGTACTGAGTTTGGTTTTGAATCCTTCGGCAAGAACGCTCATGACATTTAGGGAGCGACTGTTGTTGTTGGCATTGTCGACGGTGCCTGACAGCATTGATAGACGATCATAGTCATGTTTGATGATGGTGTTCTTGTATGCACTCGCGTGCGATTTGGATTGGGAGATTGTTGAATTGGACATGGAAAGGTTTGGACCGTCAAAACAAAAAAAATGGTTGCTTATTTTATCTTTTACGATTCAACTTTTTCGTTCAGAGAACCCAATTTCAAAATAAATTTTATTAGACTTCCTTTTCGTCTGCCAACTTGTTCAAATCACCAAGTGCATCTTCGAGTTCTTGAATACAGTGAACAGTCTTGTTGAATGTATACTCGATTGTGTCGGTGGGTTCTTTTTCTTCTTGTTTATCAACTTCTTTTGCAGACTCTTGCTTTTGGCGAAGGTCCAACACATCCGACAAACCAAACTTTTCGGCCAACAATCTGCGAACAACCAACAAGAATTCGTTTCTTGCCATTTGAACCTCACACTCCAAAGAGTATACTCCAATCTGTTTATCCAACTTGATCTTGTCCAATGTTTCTCCATCCACCATGGCATAGGGACTCATTAGAATTGACATGACCATATCTTCACTTAAGTCGGGACTCAATTGCGCCTTGGCCAACAATGGGTCTTTACCATTGGAAGGAAAGTCTTCATTGCCTGTCATGAATGTTTCCGGTCCCAACACATTGTCCAAAGATTCTGGCTTGTTTTGCGAAGGATTGTTCTTGATAAAGTTTAACAGATTCTGGATGGCATTGGAAGTATCAAAGGTATCATACTTGTACAATACTTGCTTAGCTTTGAGCCGTTGTTTTTCAGAGTCGTTCATGAAAGTTGGTTTGAGAAGTGACCAGATTTGTTTGAACAAAGAGAGACAATAAAAATTTTTTGGAGGTCCAAATTTTTTAGAGGCAACAAGTTTCAAAAAAGTTTCGAACCAACAAAGACTCCAAAAACTTTGAACCCCAAAAAATTTTGGACCAACTCGAAAAAATATTTCTGACCACTTCACTCAAACTCTAAAATTTTTTCGGACCAACTCAGCTATCGCAACAAAGTAACTTCAAAAATAAAATTTTTAGTTTACTTTTTCGGAGGCACAAATGTTACAGGATTCTTCTGATACTCTATCAAGTTCTTGACATCATCCGAGTCAACCGTGGCAGTAATCTGTTCAAGTGCATAGTCAAAATGAGACTTGCGAATGCCGAAGTTGACTACTCTCTTGGACATGAACCTGTCGAAAAGAGGTCCCTTGACTCTGTCCAAAGTTAGTTTGTCACGTCCAACACCACCTTCATTGATCATTGTTGTAAATGCATCTTCCAATTCCTTGTCACTCTTGAACTGTTGTTGAGATTGTTCAGCGTCAGCAGCACTCATCATGACAACATCCACTTCGTCAATACTCTTGCAAGGTTTAGGTTCAACATCTCCAAACAACTTGGCATCTGCAACGTTTTCAGCAGCAACAAAGAGTGCATGGTCTTTCAAAATCTAGCCCAAAACTATGCGCATCTTTCGTGTTACACTATCATACACTACCATGTTCGACTTGTCATAAACCCTAACAACCTTGTCCAAAAACTTTTCCAACGAAGCAGGATTACCAACCAATATGCCATAAGTTTTCCTGAAAAATCCTCCAAGTGCAGCCAAAATCTCGTTCTCGCCATAAGTGATTTCCTTGGTAGCACTGACGGCATTTTTGGCAGCTTCTGTAACCTAATAGTTTTCATTCATTAGACCGGCCAAATCGATCAACAAGTAAAGTTCACGATCTTGTTTATGCTGGGTTTGCATTGTTGGCTGTGTTGATGCCACGGGATCGTCTGTCTATTCCTTTTGTTCATCTGACGCCGGTAATGCTCCATCTATGATATTGTTTTCGTCATTCATACCATTTGCTTCAATTTCTAGTTCAGAATCATTGTCCCTATAGCTTGCATTATTGGGATTCCTATCATATACCGGATAACCCGTGTAAACTTGCAGTTGCGTAGACTACTACTCATCATTGTCATCTACGGCTTTTACTTCAACATAGGAATTCGAGGCCGGATCGTATTTCCAGTTTTTGACAGGTATGTCAACTACATATTCATAAGGTTCTAGTTGTGTATCCTAATTTTGTTTACGTATTTTGGCAGCACCATTAAACAATGAAACCTTTAAGCTAACCAACAAGTTTTTGCTGACCCTGTCGTAGTAGATATCCGAGTCAGGCAACATTTCTGAAAAGTCCAAGTCTGGTCTCACAAAAACAAACATTTCGTACACTGTTTTGGGCAATTGTTCATTTTCCTGAATCGAAACCTGTTTGTATATGTTATCTCCCATCGCATAAAGCAGTCGTTCTCTGGCAAGATTCATAACATCTTGACTTTCCAGATTGCGAATAGACTAGAATGCCAACTTGTCTTCTACGAGAGCAGGATAAAAGATACCGGTCTTGCGTGCTTCGTCGCCTGCCTTTCGAGCAACCGCATTCCACAAACGTACAATGTCAGCATTGGAAAAGTTTTGGCACTTTTTGGCAATGTCCAACAGGTCCTACTTTGTGATACCCTTGAAGAGTGGTCGGGTCTATTTTGCAGTCTGTCCACTTAGTGGCAGTAATAATACTTGTTTGGTTTCGGACCATTTGAGTCTGTTGTCATTGTCCGGTCGCATGCAAACGGGTAGTTTATCATCATCTACTACTTGTTTCTGTTGCGACTTTTTACTTTGGTCCAATTCGTTGACGATGTTGTTCACATGATTGGACATTTCTAATTCAAAAAGTTCAGCCTTGTCATCTGTTTCTGGCAGAGGAACATGAACCGAAACAGTAAAGCGACGCAAGAATGCAGAATCCAGTTGCCAAGGATAGTTGGTTGCAGCAATAACGGAAACATTTTCCAGAGAATCATCTACACCATTCATAGCCTGTAATAGCGCATTGACTGTAGTTTTCATCAAACCCGTAGTATCTGTGCTTCTGTCACCGGCAATGGCTTCGACTTCATCCAAAAAGATTACGGCAAATACTTTGACTTCTTGTTCAGGGTTGTTGACATCTGCTTTTTTCTGTTTTTCAACTTCTCTGGCAGCTTTGGATGCACATTCGAACAGGGCTCTAATGTTCTTTTCTGATTCGCCAAAGTATTTGCCCTTGAGTTCGGCAGCAGTTGGTGCATAAAAGAGAACGTAAACACCGGGTTTTCTCTTGAGTTCATTGACAGATGCTTTTGCAATCAAACTTTTTCCCGTGCCTGGACTGCCGTACAATAAAATACCTCTACTTCTCTTTGGAAACAGACTCGGATAGATGGCAGGATTGATGAAACCATTGATAATTTCTTTTTGTACATCTTTGAGACCAATCATGCGGTCGAACCAATAGTCTCTGCATGCTGAACTGTTTTCGTAAAACTTTTGTTCCTTGAATGTGCCGCAAAGTTTTTGGGTTTCCTTTTGTTCCTTTTCTTTTTGTCTCTCCTCAGTTTCTGGCAAAGAAGGAATGTGATTACGCTAGCGACGCACTTCACCCTAGAGTCCTTCGACATTATTCAACACTTCGTCCAACATCTTGGTAGCCCAACAATATATTTCGTTGCATCGGTCGTACTTGTCCTTGTCATACTTGGTGATACTTTGAAATTGTTTCCACTAATAGTTTTGCAGGTCGGTAAAATGCTCCAACATTTGAACCAGGTTTTCAAGTGTATTGGCAGCAGTCGAATAGTTGACCAATGTGCCTACCAAACTTTGAATGTTGGCATAATGTTCGGCATGCTTGCAAAATAAAATGGCATCGGCCGCAAGTTTTTCGAGGATGGCTATTTTTTCGTCTACGAGTGACATGTCTGTTGCTGCGCCACAAAAAATTGACTTTTCATTGGATACACAAATTTTTCGGTTATAGAATTGGTTTATTGTTTTCTCTTGGCATACTTTTGCAAAAATTCGTCGGCATTGGCCATGTAACTTGCCAAGTCTTCCAAGTCAGACTCTTTGGCAGTTCCCTTGATAACGGTTTGAGCCTCTGCAAAGATGGCAGGACTGAATGCAAAGTTGACTGCTCTCAAACGAATAATATCCTTCTCTCTGATCACTGCGCACAGTTCCATAAGATCGCCATTATATTTTTGACCATCAGAATCTTCTGGGAAGAGAGCCATCTGAAGATAACCAAATAAATCATCTGCTTTTGCGTCCAACAGATATTGAGGTAATTTGGAAGTTGCTTCTTTTACGGGAATCTGTTCTATTATGGCATAGAAATGCTCCGTTGGTTGTTGTTGCATATTGAGAATGTTTGCATCTGCAAGTTGCCAATTTTTAGGTTTTGGATCGGCATCCAACAAAAGTTTAGCCAGTCCTTCTATTTTGGCCACTTCAGTATCAACTGTAACAGCACCTTTGTTGTCTGTTTCATAAACCACATTTTTGTAGTATGTATGGGTTGCAGGTTCATAGATACCTTGTAACAACTTCAAAAATCCTATTGTAATATCCGGAATTGGTTGTTCTTGCCCGACTACAATACTCTTCAACTTACCAAGCACTGCAGCCAAAACATTATCTGGTCGAATGGCCGACGCAAAAGACTTTACATTGTCGAACACTTTCCAAATACCTGTCTTGTTTAATGAGTCTACATACTTGACCAGATCGCTCTCTTTGAATAAAAAGTACAGGTCAATTTGTTCTGCTTGTTTGTTGGTATTGTCATCTGTCGATTTTTGTTCTACCATGAATGATTTTTTGACCAATACATCGTTATCTCTGTTCTTTTCATTTCTGGATACATCAACGAATACATCCTTGAAGCCCAATCCCAATAATTTACCTAACCAAGGCGCATTATGTACACTATGCATGAAAGTACGTATTTCACCATTTTCTGTGGTTTGCAGTCTAACGAAGGGTAAGCTTTCATTGTGAATGGTAAAGATCAAATTAGCCATGTGCAACTTTTTGGCGCTGTTCGAATCCAGATTGAGCGTAGATTGGAATAGCAGTGTACCATTGATTAGTGTTGGATAAAAGGTTTTGGTATTCAGGGCAGTCTCACCGAGTTGAGCAACAACACGACCTACCAGTCTGTCAACGTCAGAATTGGAATATTTGCCATCTGCACATAGTTCAGCTACCTTGTACAGACTTCTGGCTTTGAAATCTGTTGCGGGAACCTGGACAACGTAGGGTCTTGTCGTATTTTTGTTAGAGTCCAAAAAGCCGAAACAAATCTTTTGCTGAACCTTTTCCCAACGATGTTTGTCCTAAGGTGGCAATCGGATGCACATTTTGTTTGCTTCGTCGTATGTTAGTGCATGTTCGGGGTCGAGAATACCCTGAGCAAAGTGCTTGGTCATGCGAAGACTTAGTAAATCGTAAATGTCGCCCATTGTTGGAAGTTGGATGCCAATCGTTGTCGAAAAGCGACGCAAAAATGCAGAATCCAGTTGCCACGGGTAATTGGTTGCTGCCATTACGACAACGTTATCTTTTGTATTCATGCCATCCATCTGTTGGAGCAGAGTATTGAGCGTAGTCATTGTCAATCCTGTACTGTCCTGCTATCTGCTACCGGCAATTGACTCTACTTCATCCAAAAAGATTAGCGAAATAACTTTTTTGGTTGGGTCCTCTTTCTATTTTTTGGCAGCCTCGTTGGAGGCACGATCGAACAAGGCTTTGATACTCTTTTCCGATTCGCCAACATATTTGCCCTTGAGTTCGGCAGCAGTTGGTGCATAGAATAACACCTCTGTTGTTATTGTGTTCTTGTCGTCTGTTGTTGTTTTGTTTTTGTATGTCAATTCGTTGATTGCTGCTTTGGCAAGCATAGTTTTACCAACGCCGGGCATTCCATACAACAATATACCTCTGCTCAACTTGGGGAACAGTGTTGGAAACAGCTATGGATAAACAAATCCACGCATCATTTCTTCTTTGGCTGTTTTGAGACCAATGATGTTGTCGAACCAAGCATCATCTTTGCAAAATTGTTCAATGGGAATGGGTTTGAACTTGTTCATGATTGCTTCTTGCTCTTCTTTTTGCTTGCGTTCTTCGGCAGCTTGTTGGTCGTTTTGCTCGTCGTCTATGGGAGTCATCTATTGTTCACGAACCAACTTTTGTAAACTTTGAACACGTGACAATGAAACAGATAAATGAGTCTTTACCTCGTTCTAAAGTGCTTCGGTGCTATTGAGAAGCAGACGAATATGTTCGCCTCGTTCCCTGTTCTTTGTTTGCGTGTTGGCCGACTATAGCATACTCTCCAACTTGTCCTTGTGAACGTTGCGCAAAAGCTAATTGATATTGTGCAAAGTGTTGGCTGCAATGGAATAGTGCACAATACTGCCAATAAGATTTCGAGAGTGATCGTAACGTTCTCCCTTATCGTGCGACTCTTTGGCCAAGGTCAGCATGCTATTGATCAATTCCAAATCCTTGGTATACGTAACAATAAACTCGTCATCTGCAATATCTGATTTTGCAGCTTTTGGTTTTTGACTTGGTCCTCTGTTCATGTTTAGCAAGTTGGTTCGAGTAACAAATTTGAAAATGACGGCAGATTTTTTTAGGCTGCAAATCGTAAAAGCTAGCGCTCAATTTTTTTGCCAAGTTGTTCAATCTGGTTCTTCAAATTTTATTTTTGGTCTAAACTTTTTTTTGCCAACAACACAAGAACAACCAATAACCAATGCAATCAGTAATCTCCAACGAGTATCTAACAGTCAACAAACAACTTCAACGAAAATACTAGTCCAGAAGCTACAGGGTCAATGTCGAAAAAGTTGCTCAAAGACTTGCTGCCACATAGCCCGTGTTCTCTAGTAACATCAAAACAACACATAATCGAAGTCAACAATCAGGTGCACAATCTTCGGTCAAGACACTTTATGCTGCGAGTCGACTTGCCCAAGAAGGACCAACAACCGATTTGGACTCATTATTGGACCAAGACATAACGATTCCTGACTCGAACGACACCGAACCCAACATCGACAACATTGAAACCATCCGCAACCTGTCACGACAAGTCAAGATGATGAAGCGTTCAGGTCAGCAAAAACAAATCGACTTGTTACAACGAGGTTTCCAAATGGGTGGTTTAGCTGTTTTCGGAGGTCTTGCATTCAGAGGAATTTATTTCGCCTACACTGCACAACTTGTCAACCCACTAGGTGCAGGTTTTACTGTTCTTCTTATCTTGAAAGATGTATATGACGTCATTGATACGGGCGGCAGTTGGTCAGCAGTAGGTAAGCGCCTGTTAACATCCTCATTAGCCAGAGGTGCCACAATGATTCCTGTCCAAGGTTTCATTCTCAAAGGAACGGGCTACATTGGCGAATTGCTCAAACCAGCTGTCGGCACCGATCCCAACATGGTCCAATGGCTCTGGTCACACATCAACGTTGGGGGTATTCTGGGCTACTTTTCAACAACACTTACGGTTTCAGCCGGTACACTAGCACTTGGCAACGTTCAAAGCATATTAGTGAATATCAAGAGCGAAGAATAGCTGGAATTGGAAATGGAGCGCAAAATGTTGGAAGAAATATTGAGACAGGACCAAGAACTGGAAGAAGCAACACAAGTCATCATCAACGGCATCGATCAACAACGACAAGAAGAACACTTTAACTTGCTACTTCGCGAGGCAGAATATGCACCCCAAAACTGCTTCAACAAACTTTGCGAGATGGCATTGGCTACAGGCAAAAGAGCATTCACCTTTACAGCACGACACAAGACACTCATGGTAGTTTTGGCTGTATCCATTTACTTTGCCCACAAGTGCTACAACGACAGGGATTCATTCATTGTCGATATGCTACGACATTTTGCGGGTGGAACCTTTTCATATTGGTTCGAGCAAGTAAAAGCCATCGCAATGCCCCTGTACGTCATGCCTTGGGTGTAGGCCAAACTATACAAGTCACTCATGGTTCCGCATCGTATCGACAAGATACTTGCCTACCTCAATGTTCCAAACACAGCCATTGGTCAGTTGCCGGTAATAAAAGACCTTCGCAAGAAGCTAATATGGCTTTCGGGCAAGCACATTGAATGGAACTTGACGGTTCGTGCCGCAATGACGCACCTGTTCAGCGCAGCATCTGTTACCATGGCCATGGACACATTGAATTTGACCCTGACCCAAAAAGGCATGAACTTCATTTTGACGGCAATAACACCCAAAAGCTACATTGACATTTTCCGTAACATGAACATTGCTGCCAAGCTTGTAGTAAACGAAAGAGACTTTTCTGCACTGACGCTCGATAAAATCTTGAACGGTTTCGCAGGTAGAACCATCAAAATCGACGTGGGCACGAAAATCTAGGATGCAAAGTCAACACAATACACCGTTAATCAAATTTTGGACGATGGTTTTTCGTATTCGATTGGTTCCATAAGCAATGATGGGAATGTAATATTCAAGATTGTTTCTTTGGACGAAATGGCTCAATACTACATCGTCGACGACAAGTATGGTTTGGCCCCAATAACTTCACTTAGTCTGTTGGATGATGTGTTGCAAAGCAGCGAACTCGTCAAAACGGTTGCCAAGATTTTGGAGTAGCAGCAAGATCAGTCGTCACAAGTTAGGGACTTTAATGTTCTCGTTCAAGAATACATCAAAGCAAATCCAGATGCTCGCGCATAGTTGGCCCGTGCTACAAAGGCATTTTAGAATTCTGAAATTATCAAGCAGCAATTGACGGAAAATCTAAAAGTGATTGACAATACTTATGCTGAGATGAAGACCTACATCAGCAAAGTAACAAAACTTGCAGATCAATGGTCCATTACAAATACTGCGATTACAAAACCTCGCGTAGACAGTACAGGTTTTGTAGACAACATGTATACTGTATTTGCATCTATGTTTGGCAACGGTCAAGAAACAATTGTGTAGGTTGCACCGAAAATCAAAGCATTGGACAACAAAATGAAGGCACTGGTTCCAACTTTGGAATTGTTAGTGCCGTATCTGAACAAGAACGATGTAGCACTGTTGAGGGATAAAATCCTTGATCTTACATTAGACGTGAAACTCGATATAAAGGATGTAATTAAAACCATGGATAGGCCATTGACGGATGTAACGAGATGGAAAGCATTTGCTGAACAAAAGGAACAACATAGGAAAGTGCTTGAAAACAATTTTGAAGATTTGTACAAGTTTGTTTAGGGCAAGGTAGGCAACATAACGCAGTTCAATCTCAAAGATAACGAAAAGAAACTGTTCAAGTACAAGTTTATTGCTAATGAGTCCTTGAAAAATGCAGATAATTTGGTCGCTACGATTACGTCAAACATTTATACTGCCATCACAGGAAGAAACTTGTTCAGCAACAAGGTTGGTGGTCAAGCCCCCATTGAACTGTTAGAGAACAATAATCTTGTCATGAAAACCGTGCAAGATGACATTGTTAGACTATAGGGTTTACTTAGTCGTGCATCCGGGTTTATGTAGGGTAGCATACTTGATGACAATGCACTTGCTCCGTTGAAGACGCTGCAATATCCTGTAGCATCCGATGTAGGAGTTGGTACTATGCTACGCTTGAATGGAACCAATGAAGTAACATTTACGGTTGATTCCATAGGCACTGACGGGCTATCATTCAGCTTGACACCGAATTTTACAAATCAAACCATTACTGGACAAAAGATCATTGGTCTCGAAGAATTGGCCAACAACTACAGGATAGTTACAGATTAGAATGATCCTGCCTTGGATGTCCCGGTAAACATTGACGGTGTACTTGTGTCCTAGTTTCTCAAGAGTCCATTTGGCAGGAATGTGATAGATGAATACAAACATGTAGAAGATTTGTATTAGCATCTGGTCGACAAAATCAGCCGAAACAGCAGTCTCAAACAATACCTCATGGACACAATGAAAAGTTATGACACTATTGCTAAATAGATACAACGTGCATAGTTAGTAGCCGGTAAACTCGAACAGGCATAGGTGTCACTTGACTTGCAGCAAAAGTTGTGGCAACCTCTTGAAAAGGCATATAAAGATGGTAAACAATTTGATGCCTTGGATGCGGGTGAGGCAAAAGCCGTACTCTAGAAAATATTGCCTGAGATTCCATATGACCATTTGCTGCCCAACCAAAAAGAAATCATAGAACAAATGCACACTAATCTTCATAAAACGACGAATTACATCAAGTATGCAGTAAAGTCAGATTAGTTCACCTAGGGTTACACTCCCAAATTATTGGTCAAAGATTTCAACCAATACATTGCCAACGTGCAACCGACAGCAATTCCTAAAAATACGCTCGAAGATTTGGCCATATAGCTTAACAATTTGATTAAAAGCAGTCTGTTAAATGTGTTGTAGAATAGCAGAGCCATTCGTGAAGGTGTAGATGAATTGAACAACATCGAAAGAGATATCAAGGACAGTATCAAGTTAATTGGACTAGAGACGATGAAAACCATTGATACGTACAATGCTAACGATGGAAACTTCAACATATTGGTAGATGCTGACAAAATTACAAAGGCAATGGCAGATATCAGGCAGATGTTAGATGTTCAGAACACAAAGGCCAACCAGATACTTTTGGGAAGTGTGCCTGCACTTGCACCTAGACCTTCCAATGCACCGCCACAACAGTCGATGAATCAATCCAACATGTATATGCGCCAACAGATGAGCAAAAACATGTAGCTGCAACAACAACAAAAATTTATTCAACATCCACAGAGTTTAAGTTTGAGTGAAAAGCAGTCCCTCGAAAGATTGCAATAGTCCATCAAGCAACATGGTAACTCACTTGCAATTTGGGCAAAGTAGGAATTAGACCATGATAGTTTCAAACTGCTCCAGAGTCTGATGAACGCATTCTAGTTGTTTGGTTCGCACATGAATCCGGAAGCACTGTCGGGTGAAGCCATGGCCAATTTGCGTGATTTGTTGGCGAAACATGATTAGCACATCAAAAACATGGAAGAACTGTTCAAGAAAATTGACGCAACGGGTGCAGCAAGGTGTTTATATGGTGTATACTCGTACGACAAGGACATGAAAAGAGCAGTCGGTAGCGGCGATCCAGAAGAATACGAAAGTTGTTTCCAGTCGTCTGTACTGCCAGCAATTACCAAGGGTCTTTATGGTTATGGCGGTGTAACTAATCTTGGCAAAGCAGCAATGACGTACGGCACGGGAGCGAGTCATTTATTGGGTCATACGGCTGGAAGAGCAGCAACCGATTTTGTCTCAAAGAGGGTAGGCGCTTTTGCATCCAGCACCATTTCAACGACGCTAGGAAGCAGCATTTCGACCCTGTTCGGCAAAGGTGTTACCGGACCTGTTTCTTATGGTGCTGGCTTGCTTCGTTTAGCTGGCAGTGGTATTGTTTCTGCATCTTTGGGTCAGATGGACATTTTGGATGAAGTTGTCAGAAACGAAAACGTTCCTCTTGAACAGAGAGTGAGAGCAGCTGCAACGCGTTTATTTGTCATGCTCAATACTTCAGGTAAGATTGATACTCAAAGTACCATGTTTGGACCTATTCGTCACAAGGCTTTGAACAGTATAGTTTATTCGGACTTTTACTCGTTGAGAGATGTTCTTATGGCAACAACAGATGCAACTCTCAACAATCCAACATTTAGGGATGCTTTGTTATCGATTGCTTCGCCAGACCGAGGTAATATTGGCAAAATGTTGGACTCGATAAAGATGTTGTATGGTGTGTTGGGAGATAACGATGTACTTAATACGATATTGTATGGTGCCAAAGATTCTAGTGAAGTGCGCACAGAGTATGACAGACTCATGCAGTTGTACAAGATTTATGAACCGAATTACTATCTCACTCCGGGCATGAACCCATTCTTTTGGTCCAAGATATTCGCGGATGGTGTATACAGTGCAGTGTCAAGGCCGACAGATTTTGCATGGAATTTGGCTACTTCATATGTGCCGTGGAAGTTTGACTATGTGCAAAAGTAAGTGGTAAGTGTAAGCAAGTTTTGGAACTCGACAAGGAACAATTTTGGAACTTGACCAGTTGTGTGACGAAATAAATTTTGAGACTGGCAGCCAAATATTTTGGACCCTCTTCCGTTCAACAAACAACAACACACACCCCTCCCCTAAACCCTTAAAACCTTTCTCTTCTCTTCTCACTTTCGCAACTACCAAACACAACACATGTCTGCCATCAAAACCTTGCGCGTATGCATCATTACCATTGTATCAATTGCATTATTTTATCATCTCGTTTTCGATGTGTATTCCCGAGACATTGGCAGATTTATGTACGAGCACGAAGCGGATATCAAGGGTGGATTGGATTCATTCTTTGGATTCATTGGATATGTTTGCACCACAACATATTATTGGTGTAATACATATTTGTGGTTTATTATGAGACCGCTCAAGTCTTTGCTGGCCATTTTGGAAAAGTCCCCGCTATACGAGGTGTTCAAGATTGCCGTGGTTTTATTGGTTCTCAGCATTGGCGTTTTTTTCACTCAAACATTGCCCCTCATGATCTTGGATGGATTTGTCTATTTGGTTGATGCCATTTTCATGTTCTTTTGGAATCGCACATTTGGACTCTTGTTTGCGTCAGGGGAACCCACGGAAAAGGCAGTACAGGAAACACCTTTGCAGGCGCCAAGTGCTACCGTCAATTTACAGGCAGTGGAAACACCCAAACAGGCAAATGAGAGAGCCATTTATGCAGCAAATGCTACCATCTATGCATTGAACGCGAAAAAGAAGCAGTATTGATTGTTGCGGCTGACCAACAAAGCAAGTTGTAAAATATAGAGTTATTTATTGATTGATCACTTGAACCTTACGATTTGACCGCTTCTCATTTTGCGGGCCCTTTCGACACGGATTGCATCCATAAAGATGTCGGCTGTTGTTTCGAGGTAGTCGATTTGGAATTCAGCCTTCATGTTCTGGATGTAAATGACGCATTGGTTAAGGATCACTCTTGTTGACCGAGTCTTGTCGTTACTGGGTCGCCATTTTCTGTTGTCGTCGTGCAACAAGTAAGAATCATAGTTGATTATAATTCTTACCTGCTCAAGAGTAATGCGTGTTGTGTTCGTAAAATTACATGCCATCTAAAGAATAATCTAAAAGTTGGTAGTGGTCGAAATACCATTGGTCAAAATAGCTATGTTACGAGGCGTCAAGTTTTCAATTTTGTCCGTAATGTATGGCAGTTCGTGACAAAAGAAACACAAGGTACTCAATTTTTTGCGATACATCGAAGGAAGCACTACTTGCTTCAGAAACGAAACATCCTATTGAAGTTGGTTTGGATTCATGTCCAATTGGAATGTTGTAACATGAGGACCAGCCGAATTCCAAAATTGTCGCAGGTCATCAAGATTAGTTTTGTCAACATTACTCGACACTTGCATTCTCAACTGAATTTTGCTTTTTTCTTGGTCACCCAGGGCATCCAAAAGCTATTGCAAATGCTAAACATAGTCAACGGTATAATGATAATTGACAGAGTATATGGCCATGATAAATTTTGATACGCACTTGTGTTTCAATAATGTACCCAAAAATTCACTAGGATGTGGAACACATGAAGCCCATTTGTCTTCAACATTCACCTATATGTTGTGCTTAGCCAAGTAGTCAAGATATTCCAAAACATTATTTTGTTCCTTGGCACAATCTTTGGAAAAAAGGCAATACTGTGTTGTAATACTCTTGAGGCCATTATGAAATCCAGCATGAAGATTTGCTTTCCAATTTGCCATTGATGTTACATGGTCATTCCACCAATAACTACTACTGTACATGGGTAATTCAACATGCTGATTGAAAAAGCGGTAGATGGTGCGCGAAGGATCATTTCCGCTGTAGCCAAATTGCCACAGTTGGTTCATGGGCCAAATGTGTTCTTCGTAGCCACCCATGGATGGATGGTAGGATAGAATGTGGTGAATAATTTCAACAGGCAGATGTTCGGACATGTTTAGTCTTTGAAAAGAGGGCACAAGGGATATGGAAAAAAATTATGTGTGTGAAACAAAGTTTATTACAACAATTGGCTGGCTGGCTTTGGTCGACTTCCTCCGACCATCGAGACAACTTAGTTGTCCTCCTCTGCATCCTCCATCACTTCGTCTTCAGAATCAGATTCGGATTCATCCTGAACATCAAAGTCTTCGTCTTCGTCGGAATTGTAAAAGGGGTCTACCTAGGCAGCCTGTCCTTTGGCAATTTTCTGCTTGATCAAAATTCTTGCTTTTTGTGCTGCTTCTCTGACGGGGCGTGTCATTTTTTTGCGGTGAGTGAATGAACGATGTTGTTGTTTAAATATAAAGAAATAATATTGCTTTTGTTGTTGTATTACAAAAAAATTGCTGCTGTTACTTCATTAGATTGGATACTTCGTAGGGTATCCTCATTATATCACTGCGATGCAATTTCCAACTGCTACACGTTAATGTTTTTGGCATTTTCAAATCTTTGCAGAGAAAGAGCCAGCAACTCGTCAATGTTGATATTCTCCATTACATTGTAGATGGTCTGCTGGACAGTATAGTGGTTGTTGGGATGTTTCTTGTCTTGACGAATTCTAATGAGTTTACATGTCATTGCGGTTGTAGTGGGTTGTTGCTAGGGCATGGTAGTTGTAGCGGGCTGTTGCTAGGTTGGCTGCTGCAGCTGAATATATTCAGCACCTTGACTCTCGCTTCGCTACTGAACACGTTCAGAAAGTGTCTGCAGTTGGACAGGTCCAACCATTAGATTCAGATGAACCGGCTGTAGATACAATTCGCATTCGACAACGTGTTCAAAAATGACCTTTTTCTTTTCCTATGCTGCTCTCTTTTTGAGATTTTGAATCAACAAATCAAGCATAGCATCTTCCGGATGTGAACGGATCAGCACTCGTTGTTGTTGCTTGTTACCCATGTCGAAACCTTCTGGTGCACACATGTCAACCAACGGCAAGTCGGGCGTAATGATACCTTTGGGCAAGAATCTATCTTCACCGTATTGAAATTTTGTTTGGACAGTTCCGTCTACATCGACAGTAACATTCATTACCAAATCTACGGTATGATGCTACTTCCACTTGAACATGTTTCGATTCGTGCCGTTTTGGACCGGTTGGTCTATGGGAGAGAAGATGAGACCGTCACTCAAATGATTCAAACCGCTGCTCTTGTTGTTTTTGCCACTGCTCGCCTTGTGCCAATCCCACCATGCCATGTGAAGGTAGCCGACAGCAAAAATGGACTTGGTTTGAAGTTTGAGGAAGCACCTGTTTTGAGCAGCAACGATTTTGTTTTGGGCACGAGCAATTTGTTGGGCGTTGCGTTCTTCTGCCGCGAACATTCTCAGAATTTCTTCCGTACTGAGAGGCTTTTTGGGCAACACCGCCGTTTCTTCCTTGTCTTGTTCTTGGTGTTGTTGGTCATTGTCTTCGGCCAAATCGAGCAAGTGTCGAACGCGTGAATGACGAATAAAGTAATTCTCCTGTCTGCAATCTTCGCCGGCCATCCAAAATGCATCAAAGGCCCAATAAACGAGTCTCTTGGTCAAGCTTCCCTGTGTTCCGTTTTCCCATGCCAACTCGCCGTCGAGAATGGTGCCTTTAAAGTAGTGTTGGGGAGCAGCAATGTTGACTTCGTACATGCGACATGCTCGGTCCATCATGATGCTGACATTTTCGTGTTCATTGATTTTGCACATGACCAACATGTAGCGAACACCGTCTGTTTTTTCGGCAACTACATATTGCTCGTTAAAGACTGTTGCAAGTTGTTCACGACGAATGGAGACGGGATTGGGACTGGGGTTATGGAACTTGCAGGTTGGTGACATGCCACACATGTTTCTGATGTGCGTCTCGATGGCTCGTTGGCGGGCAGAGTCTTTTTGGATAATGTTGTTGGATGGTGTGAGTGCTTGGAGTTGAGGAGTGGGCGGCTTGGTGGTTGATGGCTTGCCGTGTTGCTACTATGACTATGGAGTCTGCTATTTTGCAGGTGATGGCATGGTTCGTTTCTTGGCAATTTTGTTTGGCTCGACAAATTTGTGGTCCATGGTAGCGATAGTGACGGATTGAGGCAGCAAGCAGGGAAATATAAATTTGTTGTTGTATATTTATTTTTTTTCGGGAGTTCAAAGTTTTTGGAAATTATAAATTTTTCGTCTCATGTGACCTTTGTCATTTGAAAGTTGGCTCGATGGTCGAAAAAAGTCGAAAAGGTTTTTCAAAGTATCATCTGTTTTTTTTCGTATTACCCAATTGGAGTGAGCGCAACAAACAACATTTTTTTCACCGTCTTTTCCCCATATCTGCCACATGTCAATTGTTCTCCCATCACTATCAGGTTACATTCAAAATTTGCCCAGTGCAGAAATCCAAAAATATGTATTTCCTGTGGACAAGCTGTTCGAAAACTTCAAATACTTTGACGACAGAACCCAAAAACCCAACGCCATCCCAAAGTCGACATACATTGCATGGTATCCGTGTGCTTGCCAGTACATATTTTCTCAGCAACTACTATTGACCTTGAAATCTGCAATTTCAGAAACTATATGTAATGGTGCATAGTACGCCGGCAAGGTGGCAGGTCATATCTGGAAGCGTTTATAGACTGAACATGCCAGTTGGATCAATGAAATCAAAACTAGGATAGGACAGTTACAAACAAATGCACCCGAAGATTATACACGGGCAATCGCTGAATCGAAATAGACCAAAAAGAGAGGTCGAGATGCCAATGTTTCAACGGAGTAGCCCACCCAATCTGCAGCAGACAATTTATTGTCAAATGGTTGGACCTGTCCAACTGCAATCGAACGGGTTCGATCATTGGATTCTGTAGAATCGGCTGCCGAATAGCACTTGAATCAAGATGTCGAGTTACCTAGCACACCAAAAAAGCGCAAAGTAGAAGAAGTATGTTAGGAATTTCAGGAACTGTTACAGTCGTACAAGGATGACAATTTGATTCTAAAGAATCGGTTGTCACAAACTGTAACCCGGGAAAGAGAATATCGTCAAAAATACGAAGAAATGCTCATCAAATACCAGCAACTCCAAAAAGAAAAGCAACAGTTAGAGCAACAATGTGAAGATGCTGAACAGGAAATATCTGACCTCAGTACATCTTTGATTGAAGGCATCAGACTCTTGGAAACTTTGGGCGATTGGAAAAAATGTGCAATGGCCAGCATAATCCAAAACCAAACTTGTTCAATATATGGTTGCGAAAACAAAGTTTCTCGGATATGCAAGCAATGTAAACAGTGCATCTGCAGCAATTGCCACAAGAATGTTACCACCGTTCGGGAATACGACGTCGACTATGGTCTAGACGAAAGTGGCTTGCATCTTGGCTGTAGTGGAATCATGAAGGTCAAATGCCCCAACTGCTCGGCCCAGCCATTCGTAACCATACCCCTCATGTGATGTGCGAATATATTGTTTGTGCATTGTCAAAAGTTGTATACTCTCACATTTACAAACATTCAATACTAACAGTCAAATAATATGGCCACTATTGCATCCGCTACCGTAGCACTCGTTGCTGGCGTTGTCGCACTCGTCAAATACTACAAGACACCCACCAACACCAACAATATTTCCGAGCAACCCTCCACAATCACAACCATACCTGCTCCATTAACAGGAGTCCAAGAAACCACAGTCCCATTGGTGCCCCTACAAGACGACAAAATAGTCGAAAAAGCAATCCACGCCAAAAACATGTCCGTCGACGAAATCAAAACCATGCTCCCCGCACTGCGCCCCGTTGGCGACCCAGACAAACTTCGTCTCATCCGCTGCAACAGCATGCCCACCTACCGTTCACCCTTTGCAGACGAAATCCGAGCGCGCATCGAGAAAAAATTTGCCAACGCCAACGAGTAACCCAGTTTCGTCGCTCGATTAGAAAATGTAATCATGTAACAATAAAAAGATATCCCATCTCCAGTGTACTTTTAGTATCTGTAACCCAAACAAGAAAAAGAATGAACTATCCAAAGTGGCCATTAACATACGACGGTGAGAATCACAAAGACGCTCCAGAAGTCAACGTAGCTACTGCGACAATGGCTCAACATGAAGCTGAAGTGAAAAAAGCTAAATAGAACATTTTAGATCTATTTTAGGGTACTTGTGTAGCATTTTACGGATTACCCAGATAGGGTTTGCTTGAACTTGCTGCGAACAGCCAAGATTTGAAACAAGTTCGTGCACGCTTTATAGACCAAGTAATAGGCTATGGTGCAAGGTACAAGGCGCGTTTAGACGAAACAGTAACTGTGATTGTGGTAAACAGACAACTTTACGAATAGGTACTTAACAAAACAACAGAAAATGCAGATATTCAACAGGCTCTCGAAAGAGGCGATGTATTTATTGTAGATTATGAGTTCCTCGTTTCTGGTCACCCCCGAGATGTTCTAGTTCATCCATAGATTTATTATAACGAAGGGGATATTCCTGAAGATATCACAAAACCTGCTGTTTATCGTCCAATGATGTCGAATCCTGCGTTGGGTGGCAAGTTCAAGTTGCTGAAGAACAGATTACCTTTTGCTGATGCAAAGCCTTACAAGGAAATTAAAGCAAAGCCTACAAGGTTAATTCAACAAAACATCAAATCTGGTTATATGACCATTGGGGATTTGGCATCAGTGAAAGATAATGATAATTCAAGAGACATTCGCGTTGTTCCAGGTATATGGTATTATGGTGTGGTTGACGATAAAATTATGGCATATCATCATTCACAAGCAAGTGCCAAGTATTAGTTCCTTGAAAGCATCGGTGACATTTACAGTATAAGTGGTAATTTTGCAATTATGGATAGTGATTATGCACCAAGGAATCAGAGATAGGCTAGAATGTTGCTGCATCTGATTGGACTTTCTCTCCCAGAAAAATTTGGAAATACTATTGATGAACAGAAAAAGCAGTTCAAAGAGTTGGAAAAAAATGGCATTTTGATAAGCTATGATTTGAAAGAAAAGCAAGAAACACCAACTTGGTCATAGTGGTTTAAGTCGTGGGCAGTTGATTTGCCAAAGGTTTACACAGAAACTCTCATGTTTATGTTTTCTGAATATTTGGTTTTTATTCGTGCTAATAGCTACAATTCTATACAAGAGGGATCTATTGGTCCTATTAAGGTTAGTCGTGATGATAAGGATAGGATTCAATACATTGAAATTCCTTTGAAAACAAAATTGAACGAAGTTTGGCAGATGATTGAGCGTGTACAAAGTGCAGATGAACCTTCTAAAGTTGATGTTGCAAAGGCGGTTGCTTCTGCCATTTTACGTATTCGCAAGTAAAAATAAAATACAAGATCAATCACTTTCACAACAAAAAAAATATTTCCAACCAAACTTTTTTTATTTTTCGTTTGCTGCTTTCATGTGGGATTGGCCACTCATTGCCCAAACAAAATACACCCTTTTTGCCTCTTCGCCTTCTGTGCCTCCCAAAATGTATGAACCTTTTGTGTTGAGAATTGCTGTTTGGCCCGAAGTTGTTCATGAGGATTACGACACATTAAAGGCTTGCGAATAGCGAATTATTGACCTTGTGGTTGAGGACCGTGTGTTTGAATGGATTGATATAGTTCAGGGTTCGGATACTGTTTTTCGTTATGTTCGTTCAAGCCAACAAGACCAACAAGATCAAAACTTTGGATGGAATTTGTTTTCTGGTTTGTTTCGAATGATACTGGACAGTGATAGATTTTTGTTTGATACGGATACGGATGTTAATGTCGGTAATGATATGTTGAATTGTTGTTGGTATTTACCCATGGTTTCACACAAGTAGTATGTTGATACTGAGTATGTTACAGATCATGACGCTTGGAATAGATTTGCTGCACAATAGATTGCCAACGATATTCAACAACGACAGTCTCCCAAAGGTAGTCCAAGAGTTGTTGAATCGAATGATAGTGTGGTAACTAGTTCGGGAGAGCCGCATACGATAGTTGAATCTCGTTCTGCCGTCGAACATGTTGTTGTTGTTTCGCCGACCATTTAGCCTGTTCAATAGCATAATATGGTTATTAACAAACCGTAGTAGCAGTAGTATTAGCATTAGCAGCAATACCAACCCACTACAACATACCCTTTAGAATTTCATAGTCGGACAGGTTCGACGGCTGCACACTATAAACAACACTATCCCCGTACCCGTCAACAGCAGCAGCAGCAGATTCTTCAGAATCACATAGTCGAACCCGTTCGACGGCAACAACAAAACAACTATCAAAATTTCAACTATGCTACTCGACGTGCTCAAAGGAAAAAGATTAGACAACATAGACTTGAAATGGAAGCCTAGGTTCAGAAGCCAATCGTTGGTCACGTACAACAACAGCAATAGTATTCAGTTTTGCAGAGATAGAATAGTGTTTCTCAATCTTCACAGTCTAATTATCAATAGCATCAACAACAGCAGTATCAGTATAAGCGCCAAAAGGACATTGTCGTTTATATGTAATGTAAATTTCAATATTACTTGCTGTCCCAATAAACCAATCGAAAAGTATTTGTAGGATGACTTGACATGATGTCGTAAATTTGTTGCAATAGGTCTCTGTTCTGGACAGGTTCACCTCGTGTTGTAATCCACATTTGTTGTCGAACCCATAGGGGTAGATAGCGTGTTATCATGTTTTTGATGTGTATTGAATCTATGAACATGTAAAGATGATCCGAATTATCAGGAGTCATTATGTCTGTGACAGACACTTTAGTGTCAAATGGTCGAACCTGTTCGACTGCAACAAAACGACGCATAGCAAAAAGTATTCCCTGAAGCAATGCTCTTGTAGTGTCACCGTCGACTTGAGTTGTTATTACTTTTTGATCGTGTTTGAACCAAAATGAAACTTGGGTTTCTGTCTTGTTAGTCGTTGTACATGGCGAATCTGATTTGATGTATACTTGGTAACTCTGTTTGAGGGTCTATGGTGTTTCTTCTGTCTCTGATTCATGGTCTTCCGTTTCGCCACCTTGTTGGGACAGGACTATTTCCGAGACTTGCAATGTCCGTTTGCGTGTTGTTTTTGGTTTGCTACTATTACTGTTACCCGACAATACAAATGCCCAAGCATCGGTTTCGTTGGTAAATTTCTTGAAAGTTGCACTTGAATATCCGTCTATTTGCACTTTGGTTTCGGCCCAAGATTTGAAGACTCCTGTTTTTCTTCCTTGTTTGACTGCGTAATACTACATGATTTGTGTTGTTTACCAAAGTTGAACTATTTTTGTTTATTATTGGATCAAAATGGGTGCAGGTAATTTGGGGTTGCCTTGTTTGTCGTAAACTTCTTTTACCTTGTGCAATATGTTGCCATATATGCAGTCCTATGTTTTGAACGCCAATGTTTCATTGTTGACTTCTACAAGTTTGTACTTTTGATCTGCAACAACCCAACCGCTATCTTCTGCAAAAACAACAGTGTCCCCTTTTTTAACCCGATAGTCCATCATGGCTCTATGTGGTTGAGGTTCTTTGGGTTGTTTCTTGTTACCATGTTTGTCGTAAAGACTACAAATCTTGATCAACGATGAAGACTTGCGACCACATGTTGTTTCAAAAGAGAGTTTGTGATGGGGTACTATGGCAATAGTATACGTGGTTCTGCCCACAAAAGTTTCGCCTACATTGCATGGGCATGTGAATGTGTCGCCTGCTGCAAAGTCATAGTCTTCGAGTTGGTAACAGTTTTGTTGTTGGATGGCAATGGTCATTTGTTTGAGAAGTGTTGTTGGCAAGTGAGTGAGGTAATCAAAATAAATTTTTGAAGTTGAGGTGAGGTTGGGTTTGAGTTGGACAAAAAAAAATTTGAAAAGGCTCCAACAATTTTCTGGACTCGACCAAAAAATTTTTGAAACAAGTTTGACATGCCAGTCTAAAATTTTTTTGGATTCTCTCAAATTTTTTTGGAATCTGTCAACCCAAACTTTGAACAAACCATCACAACTCGATCACTGATCTCAACTTTTCGAATGTTAGGTAACAACAACACTTACATACTACCAACCATACCATACTACACCATATCAACCCACAACAATGCAAGCACTCGTCAACAGATTCTTTGACCAAGGCAAACCAACAAAGCAAACACTCGAAGCCGTTGGTAAACTTCAAAAACTGCTCGATAGCAAAGGACTAACACTTCGCTGGGAGAATGATGTTGACCATGCCCTTTATCTTCGTCATTCACTTGTGAAAGCAGGCAAAGAACTGCACACCACACTGTGCAACGACACTACGCTCATTGAATGGTATGCAGAAAAGATTCTGGCTCGCAAGGGTAACTTGGGTCATGCCATCCAAGTAACGGCTTCTATGGGCAAAAAGGGCAAAAAGAGTACATCTGATATCTCGTTTCCGATAAGAATGCCTGTCCCGGGATAGAGTATGCGCGACGAAGACAACTATCGAGTTCTGTTTCTTGTAACCAAGGATGAGAAGAAACCGGTTATCAAGGGTTATGCGTCACTCAAGTTAAGACAACGTTGTATTCAAAAGAACGGCAAGTTGGTTTATGACGACGTCGATGTTAAGCATGTCGGAAAGAGTACGAATGAATCCAAGAAGCACATTAAAATCTTTGAGAATGCATTTTCCAAGGGCCTTCAAATCGAAACACTATGTGCTCATGACAAGAATCCTAATACGAGACTGCGCGGTGCTGGCAAAATACTAATTCTGTTCACGATGCTCTATGCTCAAGAATGGAATCGCTTCCATGAACCTAAAGACCAATTTGGCGGGTTGTACATCGAGGCTGACAATAAGAGAACAACCAAAGATTTTAATCCCGATCCTGAAACCTATAACATTCATGAAGTTTACGAGCCAGTATGTGCAAATCCTGTATTGGTCAAGATTTATTAGGAGTTTGGTTACATGCCTGCTTTTGCGAGAAACGCCAAGGAAATTGGGATTAAGCCCTTGATTACTGTCACCGACACATGTCCCGACTACATCAATCCTCAGTATCGCGACATTGCATCACCAGCAGAAGTTGTCAAGTTGGCTCAGAAGTTGCTAAAATAAATAACGAGTTCAAATTTATTGATGATGTTTGTTTTGCTAATTGGTCTATTTTTCTACCACAGAAAGTCAACTCATAAAATATTGTATATGGGCTATTGCTGCTGAGAAGAGGCAGGCACAAAATGCGGACACTTGGTCGGCCAATAGATGGTGCATGCAATATCGTGCTTTTGCTAAGCAGTTGCCTGTTTGACCGCAAGGCGCCATTCTTCGTCCGTGCTGCAAGTGATGTCTTCTCCTTCATCGTCCTTGTACATGACCACGGGACCGGTTGCGGGTGCGACCTGGGTCATGCCGCAGAATGCAGTAATCTTTTGAACAAGCGACTCAAAGGTTTCGGTCTGCAACACTTCGAGCCTGCGTTTTTCTTGTTTTTCACCCATGTACTTGACCGTCATCTTGAGCATGACAGTGGCAGGCTTTTGCAGTATTAGTTGTAATGGCTACTAGGGTGGCTCGGGATCGGAGACCTGTTGCTACTCTTGTTGCTAGTGCTACTATCTAGGCAAGCGAAGTTGTCTGATTCTTTGCTCTTCGTGTTGTTGACCAACGATTTGGTCCTATTGGACCTGCTATCGAACCCTTTCGACCATTGGATTCGGATGAATCTGCTCCAACAAGCTTTCCAAGACGGGGTTGTGTGCTTGCTGCTATTGCTGTTGGACAGGATGCCTTCTGACTACGCGTCTTCTCTTTTGGGGCTATGCATCCTCTTCGTGTTGCTCTTCTTCGTCATCGCTACTGCTGCTACTTTCATCGTCTTCATCATCGTTACGATCACCATATAGGCGCTTTTGTAGCACAGCGAGCCTTCTTTGGCTGGTCGGATAGCGAGACTACTATTGCTGCTACTATGATGATGTCGATGCCGATGCCGATGCAGTTCCAACATACTCATCTGCGGTCCTATTCTTTCTAGGCTTGACTCTGGTTGTCGTAACGCGCAAATTGGCAAGTGGATTCGGGTTCTAGTCATCAAAATCAGGAATATCGGGCAGTTTGCTTTCGTCTACTCTAGCCTTCAACATGCGAACGTTATTAGGCACGCTGTCATTTAGCGACACCATTTCGCCATCGACCTTCCAAAACAAATGCGTAAAATTCATGCACTTGACAACGGGCAAGTCTGGACATGCTGCCGCCATCTTCTTCATGGCAGCCTTGGTGCTCAATATTTCACCGTTATATACCATATAAAATAGCGTATGAGTGTGGCGCAGCATTTTTGCAAAGCAATCCACCTTGTACAAGTAGCAAAATACGCTTTCCAACTTTCTAAAGTAGATCTTGACAGCTTGGCGACGATTGAGCATTAGCCGGTTATAGGTCATCACTTGTATCATTGCTTCGTCAACAGCTTGATCGTCCATTTCATCGTCACTTTCGAATTCGGCAACTAGGTCGTGATCATCAGATCCAAATGGTGGTTGACTAAACTCAATTATTGGGCGACCGTTACCACTGGCAGATGAAGCCTATTCTTTGGAACCGTCATGATCGCGAAAATGATGATTCATGGCTCCATTAACAATGTCCGTTGAGTCTTCTGATACAACACTTGAGGTGTCGTCAAAGTCGAAATGTATGGGCATGCTGGTGCGTTTTTTGAGAGGGGGTGAGAGGAAGGGTGTTGTTTTGGTGTGTTGGCTGGGTGCGTCAAGTTGGGCAAGTGTGTGCGATAACCCTTTTTTTGTGTGTTTGCCAACTTGACCTTGGAACAGAGGGTTCAGGAACTCGACACTGAACACTATTGACACATGACACCTTTGACATTCAAATAACTGTAAAACACGAAAATCTCAAACGTACAAGTTTTCGATACCCGAATGCCAAGAAAAAATAAATTTTAAGCCAACACACGTCTTTTTTTAATTCACAGCTTCGCGGTCCACCAAAACCAAAAAAGCAAAAAACTTTCTTTTCTCATACTTTTGACCCAAACCAATCATGGCAACTGTAACAACGCCACATCCAAGACATACAAGAACGTTCAATGAAGCCTAGTTGGATGTTGAAGAACCCGGCAGCGAAACACTTTCAAAAAGAAGCAGGTTGCCCCAAGATTCTGAAGACGTTCGCACCTAGGCACTGCAAATATTGTAGAATAAGTAGTTTGGAAAGGAAATGCTTGATGCCTTTGTTCAAAGCGGCGGTCTGCTCAACCATCAATTCGAATCGTTCAACCGTTTTGTGCCCGATTGGCTAATTCATATGATCAAAGAAAATTCAACGACTGAAGTGGTTGGAGAAAAGAATTCGCATATTAAGCACAAGATTGAGTTCAAGGATGTACTCATCAAAAAACCCATTCATTTTGAAAATGACGGCAACTTTACTGCCATTACACCTCGTGAGTGCAGACTTCGTAAGCTGACGTATCAGTGTAGTGTTTATGTTGATGTCGTTCATTCCATTTACAACTTGAACGAGAAGGATGAAAAGGGCAATCCCTATATGTTCAGCAAGAAGACGCTGTTGGAAGTGCCTTTGTGTCAGATTCCTGTGTTGGTCAGATCGGATTCGTGTCGTCTGCGAGATACTTCATCTTCTGCCGGTGAATGCCCACTGGATGATGGCGGTTATTTTATCATTAACGGTAACGAAAAGGTATGTACATATTTGTTGGTTGCATTATGTACAAAAAAACTGACACCATTGTTTTATCGTTTTAGATTGTCTTGGGTTCAGAAGTGCTTCGAACCAACTACGTCTATGGATTCAAAGTGAAGCAACCTTCCAAGTACAGTCACAATATTGAGATCAGAAGCTGTCACGAAACCAAACTGCGTTCAACTTCCACATTGACCATGTTCATTACTCATGCTCGCAATGGTTCTGTTCCACAAATTCACGTCAACGTTCCCTTCTTGATGGTATCCATTCCGTTGGTTGCCATTTTCCATGTTTTGGGTGTTCGTCGTACAGAAGATATGGTCAAACTTATTTTACACGACACTGGAGATGCCGAGTTGAACAACAAACTGAGCGATATGGTTTGGTCCATTGTTGGCAACGATAATGCCATTAGCGCCAAAGAAAAGGACAAGACCGGTGAGAACAGCAAGGAAAAGTCCAGCAACGGCCAAAATCAGCGTCAACAGGTCAAGTCCTTTGGCGAAATGAGTCTTGACGATGTTTGTGACTGGGTTGGCAAAGAAGGCACCAAAGAAATTGACCGTAAGAAGCGCATTCGTTCAGTGAAGCACATTTTCCAGAATGAATTCTTGCCTCACATTGGTCTCAATAATGAAGATCCCGTTACGTTGCTCAAAAAGACTGTATTTTTGGGTCGCATGGTTTTCAAACTTTGCATGGTTCAGATGGGCAAGTGGGAAACCGATGACAGAGATCACTATGCTTTTAAGCGTGTTGATACAACGGGTGTGCTGATGGCCAGACTGTTCCGTCCACTGTTCAGAACCACGCTCAGAAATATGGCTCGTTCAATCAAGAAGTGCATCGACTCTGAAAAGTTGGTTGAACTCAAGGATATGTTGCGTGACAGGGTTACCAATGGATTCCGTTATGCACTGTCCACGGGAAGATGGGGCGTGCAAAAGGGCGGTTCGAGCATGACTGGTGTTGCGCAGATTCATAGTCGCATGACCATGACATCGGGTTTGGGTAACAGGAGACGTGTGAATACTCATATTAACAAGGAGGGTAAGATGCCTAAACCGAGACAACTTCATCTGAGCCATTGGGGTATCATGGTATGTATTGTTTGCTTTGTTTTTTTGGTTGATTGTTTTGTACTTTTGGCTGACCCTATCTATTTTGTTGTCTCAAACAGTGCGCCGTAGAAACACCCGAAGGTGAACAAGTTGGTCTGGTCAAGAATATGGCTCTCTTCTGTCACATTCGACCAGGTTACGATCCCGACATGCTCATGATTTTGCTTCGCGGCTTGCCTCGTGAACTTATTGATGACAAGTGGTAGCAGTGGCAGGAGTATTAGCAGCAGATTCAGCAGGCTGACAGTTCAAAGATCAAGTACATGGATACTCTTGTGTTGGTAAATGGTGTTTTGGTTGGAGTGTCGTAGGAACCTGCTAAACTTTGCCAAACAATTCGTACATGGCGTCGCAAGCAAAAGATTCCTTTTGATACAACTTGTGTACATGACCATATCGAGCGCGCTGTTCACATTACTACGGATTCAGGTTGCTGCTGTAGACCTGTTTTTGTTGTCGAGAATTTGTACAAGTTGCCGAATTTGATGTAGGTGCTCAAGTATTTGCCAACTTCAAAGAGATGGTCAACTTTGGTTCATGAGGGTATTATTGAGTATATTGACAAGCACGAGGAGATGATGTACAGAATTGCCGTATTTCCTGCTGACTTGCAAAAGTAGTTGGCTCCCGGTCAGCAGCCCTACACGCACTTGGAAGTGAATCCCATTTGCATTTTTGGTATTGCAGCTGGGTTTATTCCTTTTCCTGAACACAATTAGGCTCCTAGAAACTTGTATCAGTATGTATAGTTGCTTTATTTATTTGCCTATACCGTTGGCTAACACTCGTATAATTTTATTAAACAAAACAGAACGGCTATGGGTAAGCAGGCACATGGTATCTTTGCGTTAAACATGAATAACCGTGTCGATACTGTTTCCTATGACCTGTGCTATCCTCAGGTGCCTTTGACACAAACCGGTTTGGAACGCGCACTGCATGTCGACATGGCGCCTTATGGTGAGAATTTCAATATTGCCATTGCTTCTTACACCGGTTACAATCAAGAAGATTCGATGATTTTGAATCAGGGCTCTGTCGACAGAGGTTTGGGTCGTTCACTATATCACAGAACCTACAGAGAAGAAGAAAAGACTCGCGGAACGGATTCGAGTAGATTCGAAAAGCCAGACCCCGAAAATACCATCGGTATGCGAGAAGCCAAGTACGACAAACTTTAGGACAATGGTTTACCTGCCATTGGAACGGTTTTGGGTCCCGGTGATGCAATTATTTCCAAGACGATTTCGAGCAACGAGATTTATTCGGGTCATGGTGGTAATATGCTGAACAAGAACATTAAGCGCGATGCGAGTACATTGCTCAAGGGCGATGAACCTTGTTAGGTGACCAAGATTGTCGAGACCAAGAATAGAGAGGGCGTCAAGGCCTTTTAGGTTCAGACGACCAGTATGCGCATTCCCGAAATTGGTGACAAGTGTATGTTGTTTGCGAGTTTATGAGATTGGACAAAAGGCTAACTTTAAATTTTTGCTTTGCATTTTCTTTGAACAGTCTCCTCTCGCCATGGTCAGAAAGGTTTGTGTTGTTGCTTCGAAATGGTTTGTATTGTTTAGCTGCTGACACTTTTTTGTTGTTTGTTGACTACAGGAACTGTTGGTATGATTCTCCCAGAATGTGACATGCCCTACAGAATTGGTAAAAAGGGTTCGGTAATAGACGCGATTATAAACCCTCACTGTATGCCTAGTCGCATGACAATTGGTATGCTTCTGGAAATGCTCTTGGGCAAATACAGTGTTCAAAAGGGACAAACGGGCGATGGAACACCCTTCATCAAGGACATGACTCTGGAACAAATTGGCGAGTGGCTCCACCGAGAATGCGGCATCCAACGTTTCGGTCACGAGAAGTTAATCAACGGAATGACAGGAGAACCCATAGAAGCACTGGTCTTTGTTGCTCCTTGCTACTATCAAAGACTGAAGCACATGGTTGTGGACAAGATTCACGGTATGTTTGAGTTGCAATTTTTTTATATTTGTTACATTGTATAGACGCTTACCATTACCTCCATTTACCTTAACTAGGTCGCACAAGGGGACCAGTGTAGATACTCACCAGACAGCCCCTTGAGGGTCGTTCTCGCGGTATGGATGATGTTTAGTTTTACTTATTTTGTGTTTCTGAACTAACTCTTTCGTTTATCTTTCTCATTATTTGCTTGTTCAGATGGCGGGTTCAGGTAACTTATTATAACTTTTGCATTACGAGTAAAATATTTGCTAACTGCTTTTTTGTTTTTATGTTTACTATTTATCATGAATTCAATCGCAAACAAAAAGACTCGGTGAGGTATGGATTCTAAATTTTGCAACTTGTTTGACTGTCATTGCTAACTAACATCATTTCTTTTTTTATGCATCTTCACCATTACGAATTAGATGGAGCGCGGTTCGTGTTATTTCTTGTTTTTTTGCACTGCATTAGACCAATACTAACTCAAAAACTTTACCTATATCCATACCTACACAGATGCACTCATCGGTCACGGCTGTACAGAAATCCTCAAAGATCGTCTGTTCCACCATTCCGATCCCTACATCGCTTTTGTTTGCAAGTAGTGTGGTTTGTTGGCCCAGAGTGCAAGAGAAGAGCCGAGAAAGGGTTTCGTTGTTAGAGCGTCTAAGCCTTACTGTAGAGGTTGCCGTTCTTCGGATACGGTTGTACAGGTTAAGATGCCCTATGCGGCCAAGTTGTTGATTCAAGAACTAATGGGCATGTGTTTGGCTGTCAGGTTGCGTTTGTCACCTGATGTTGAAGAAGTTTCGATGGAGGACATTGAAATTGTTGACCAGACTCAGACTTTTGCCCAGAATTTTTGAACCCAACAAATAATTAAAATAAGCCAAAAAAGCATGTGTCACGTGTCAGAACATGTCGCCATGAACTTGAACACCAAAACAAAACAAACAAACTTCACCTCACAAACGCCCCTTCACCTGCATCCATGCCCAACCAAAAACTCACCCCCTCAGAAAAACAATGGTCCAACATCATCGAAGCAGCCAACAACTGCGTCAATGTCAAACCAAAGCACCGCATTATCGGAATCATGCCCAACGGCATACCGTTAGTCGAATCACTCGAAAACGAAGAAAAGTAGCAACATTTTGGCCTCGCATGCGAAGCGATAAACAAATATATAATTGCGGAAAATGATGCAGGCAATCGCATCACGCCGCGTCAAGTAGAAGAGCGTTTGCGCAGAGAAAATGTTCCGGTGCATTTGGTAGCCAACACTCACAAGGTCGATGGTTTTAGATATGTGTTACCAGGCACGCAAAAAACGGTGCCATATCGTGTTTGGGTCATTGTCAAAAAACCCGAAGCTGCTCTAAAAGAAAAGCAGTCTGTAAAAGGATATGCCAATGACGAAGATAATTTGATCAAGCTGGAGCAGGCAGGTTTCATGGTGCACGACCACAAGAGGGTTAGAAATCACTCAGACAAGAATATACAAGACATTGCATCAGGAAAGTGTTGTGCAGTGTGTTGCATGCCCGTTATAGAATTTAGTTTTCGTAACGACGGCACTAATTAGGACCATCTTCCTAGAAAGGTCGGTAGTGTTGTATTGTGCAGCGCCTAGTGTCAAGCCAAGTGGAAACCCGATAGGCAAAACGATGCTTGCAAAGGATGCGGCAAATGTTTCGAGCACTTGAAACTGTGTTCAGGATGCAAAAAGGTCAGGTATTGTTCTCAGGAGTGTTAGAAGTAGGATTGGTCGAGCCACAAGGCAAATTGTAAAAAATGATAAACATCAATAGCAAAAAAATATTATTCTCCAAAAGTTTTTTCATTCAAACAACAATCCTTCCCAAAAAAACATGTCCACACCCCTCGCAAAAGTTGCAACCATTCTCAAAAAGCTTAGCTTCGACGATGACAGAAACAACACACTGTCTTTACTTTTGGATACTTTGCCAGACCGCTTGTCCATAGACCATGTTCAAACTATTTTGAAGGCATTCTCTTTTGACGATGGAAAACACGATGCATTGAAACTGTTGGAACCCAAGATGCAACCCATGGATGCAAATGACATTGCTATGCTGCTCAAGAGTTTTTCATTTGGTGACGGCAAACACAAGGCACTAAAGATTATCAGAAACAAGTTCATTGTCGACATTGACGATATTCGCAAAATTCTCAAGTGCTTCTCATTTGACGATGAAAGAAACAAGGCACTGTAGTTTTTGGTTCAGGGCATTCAAACTGTTACAGTCGACCAGATCATGGACCTTATGGAAGCGTATTCATTCAAGTCCGATTTTTTCAAGGCTGTTACAAATATTCTTTAGGACAAGATTGATGTTGGCAGCAAAAAATCCCAAGACTTTGAATTCTTGAACACACTTCACGAAGAAGCAGATGACCTGAACCAATTTAAATAGGTCGCTCCCCTTTTGTACAAGGACCAACCCGATATCGACACATTCAAACCTAGGGACAAAATCCTTCTGGTCAACGATAAAGAAATCCAAGTACAACCGGGCAGCACCGTTCGCATCGGCCACATAACCATCACCAAAAACAAGGACGGCAACTTTAACGTAAAATACGAAAACAACGGTAACCTGTCCATGTCGAGTGGTTTGAGAAAAGGCACAATGCACATGAACGGTACGAAAATTACAGTAAAGTAAAACAAACAAAAAACACGTATTTTATTCATGAAAATCATAAACACCTTTACAAAGTATTCATGTCCATAAATCACCAACCACCCATTCACCATTGCGCCAAATGCCAAATCGACAGTCAAGAAACCTACATCGTCTGTAACTTGGACGTATTCTCGGAATGGAACATCTACGAACTGCCCAAAGAAGATTTACTTTGTCTCGATTGCTACAACAAAGAGGATGACAGTAACTACACAGAAGACGATTTTGAAGAATGTGGTTGCTGTGGCATATTATTCAGCAGTGGCTTCTTCTACACCTGTAACAAATGTAACATGGGCATATGCACCAACGGTTGCGTGGCCATCACAGCCTGCCAAACAATGATATGCACCTGTAGAAGCTGCTTCGACTATCTCTGCGAAGAATGTAAAAAGAACCCGGTCGAGCAACCCGATAATGCAGTATTCCTGGATGACGCTGAACCAATACCCATCTGTGAAGCGTGTTCAGCTGAGCCTGTTACAGAAGATGAAGATGAATAAAGAATTTCTTGCTAGCCAAGGCTACAGCAGACACTTTAGTGTCAAATGGTTGGACGCGTTCAACTGCAGAGGTTCAAGTGAACGCCTCCAAAAAATTCGCGATCTGCAACGTAACAACGGCCTGATGCCACTTGAACCTAACCTCAGCCCGACCCTCGCAAACCAAACCTCTTTTCTTCATCCCCTTCTTCTACATATCAATTCACCATGACCTACTTCGAAGAGCGGCAAGTTGCCAACATCACACCCAACGCACCTCTTTCGACTGTATCTCAAAATGCGCAAGCTTTGATTTCAGTCCGAGGAACACTCAGTGCCAACTTCAAATATGGTGTCGATCAGGCATTTGCCCAAGGAAGCAAAATTGGAGCATCTAGAATCACTATTACCGATGATGCAGGGTATGAATAGCAAGAGTCTTGGCATAGCGAGAAAAAGTCCATTGGTCTAAAACTTCTGGACATTATCAATGCAGGAGCAAACAAGAGCAGCGCAGGCGGCGACGCAAAAGTCAAATTCTGGAACAAGTGCATCATGGATATCGTTCGAGAGAATGGCGAGAAGGAGCGCAAGGTTCTTGCTGATCAGGTCAATGGCGTCGACATGGCTGCCCAGGCACAACAGGCCGAGGCATTTGTTCAAGTGGGTCAAGGCCAGCAGCAGGTTCCCCAATAGCAGCCTGCTCAGCAATAGCAGCAACAGCAGAACCAGCAATAGCAGCAAGGAGGAGAAGAGGCTGCGTTGGTTGCTCTTGCTTAGCTTCTGATGGGCAGCAACAATCCTACGGCTGCACTGGCTACTCACTTGATTCGCAACCTCATTGGCAACGGCAGCTGATGATTGTATTGTTTTTTGTATAAATTGAGTTGTTTTTTTGTTATTTATGAGTCACATATCGTATTGTTTATTGCTACACTAATCATGGGTTACACATCAAAATCAAATATCGAGCAATGTGCCTGCTTGTCGATATATAAATAACGGTTCTTGCACTGCTGATTGACACAATACCACACGCTAAAGAATATCGTGATTTTTGCCTGATACCTGACCATAAGCGAAGCATAACCATCGACTGACATTTTGCGTACGATGATGCCGCTTTTCTTGCGTTCTTCGTGGATCACCTCATTATACGTGTCCACGGTGCGCATACGCCAAATCTTATCGTGACAAAATTTCATCCTGTGACCACATACAGAGCAGCTACATACGCCAGGAAGCGGTAAGCACGACAAAACGATGGTATTATTCGGCTTCTAGAATACAGTCTTGACTGTTGTAGTCTTTTCCTGCACCGAAAGCACAGTGCTCAATTCGTCCGACTTTGGCGGGTATACAAAGTGAAACAATGGTTCGTCTCTGCCATATCGTGCAACTACAATATTTTGAATGATGCCAGCAAAATATGCGTCGCTGAACCAATGCTTTCGGACGATGCCGTCAATTTGCTGTCTGACTGCGTCAAGCGATACACTGTCGGACTGCAATTCGATTTGCTCATAATGTGCAGAGCCAATAATGACAATAGCTGCTTTTACTGCCATTCGTAAACACAATACGAATGAATGGAAGAACAGACAAAGTGGGCTGCCTGATCGCGATTGTGTTTACCCATGCTCGATCGCCGACTCACACAGTCTGAATCGCGTTACATCGGGCAAGAACAACAAACCCTCCATCTTCTGCCATTTATTACTACCCCTTTCTATTACAAACCATGTCCGAATAGGATACAGGCCAGCGCACCCTGAACCTTCATCGCGATCCCAATACAGGAGCCGTCACCGGTGACTTTGAGCAAACCGTTGCGGTCACCGAAGAAAAAACCAAGAAGGAAAAGACTCACAACCTTTTCAAAAAAGCTGGCAACTTGATCGAAAGCGGTGGCAGAAATTGTGACAAGAAGGAAACCGTTAGCGAAACTCACGATGAGCAGCGCGTGTAGGACAGCATGGGCGGCGTGACTGTTCCTCGCGACCCAAGTGGCCAATTCTAGCAGGAACCTGCTGATGTTGCCAACAGAAACTTTACGGGATTCGTAGAAAGCAAAGGCATGAAGCCCGACTAGCCCATTGATATCCAGCAGCGCATGGACGGAGGCGAGCAGGCAACGTATCCGCTCCACCCGAGAGCATGAGCAGTTTTGTTCAAAGTATAGTTTTGTTTTGTTTTGTTATTGTTGTTTATTCTTTTACCTGTCTCGATGCCAATGTATAATACAAATCTTTCAACTCTGTCATGTTGTTCCCGCCGATACGACCAAAACACTTGTATCCATGAGGCAACGAGATAGAACCCGATATACCTACCCCATCACAACACATGGTAATAATCGAGTCCAAACCACGTTTCTGGTAAACATGATTGATGGTCATGTCCAAATCTCTCCAATCAGCAACACAGATTTTGCAGTTGTAACGCATTTTCTTGACGCGCTGACCGAGAGCCAAACATATAAATTTTTCCAACTAATATTCATAGTCAAACCTACCAAGATCGTAAAATACAATATGCTCTGGCAGTAAATCACGCAACTCGGCACTTCCAAAGATACTAATATCCATTGCGGCCTCTGGATCTAATACTAGTTTGGTAACATTTGGTGTCATTGTCAAGACTTGCTGGAGCAATTCCATTCGATAATGAACATCAGGCACCATAATTTCGAATTCCTTATAACCACTTCCCAATGTTAGTGTATCAATCATCTAGCATATGTTGGGCCATATTTGATTTACGGACAGGAGTTGCACAAGAGAAAAAGTAATCTTCAAGCGTCCTCTGTTTTCTAGCGAAACACCGTTCAACACAGATAAAGATTTGTCATCATAAAAGTGATCTGTGAATATGGTCTCAAATTCTACTTTTTGTACGCATGGGTAACTGAATATCTATTCCAAGATGTTGAATTTGTGGGCACTAGAAAAGAACCAAGGTTCATTCAGAATTTTGATTTTGAAAGAAATGTTCTTTTGCTGTTGCCCTTGGTCCATATTCAAACAACCGAGTATTCCGTCCAGATTGAAATGTGTTTTCATTTTGATGGTTGTATTGACCGACGGATTCATGTACTATTGTAACTGAACCATCTGTGGTACATACAGTTTGTGCCCACCGTCACGCAAATTCTGCTCAAGTTGTAAAAACGCTCTTTCTGACAGATGAACATTGTCAAGATCTGCAATCAGCGTAATATGTTCTGCTCCATATGTACATGGAAATTTTTGTTTAGCATCATCATTGCTCGATACTCTGGGAAACCTTTCAAAGATGAGGTATATGCTACGAGATTGGTCGTGTGAAAATCGACCGTAGCATTTGAGTGCATCCTAGATGGTGTTGGTTGGATGTTTGGCGCCCAGAAAGGTTAGGATGATGAGACAGAGTTCGGCAGGAAGGTCTTGGAGGTGTGAGTACATGGTGTGAGTTGGAAAAAAAAGAAGAACAAAGGGGCCCAATATCGAAAAATTGTTTGTTTGCTCTTCGCTTCGCCTCACCCCAACAAAAACCGAATATGAAGCGCCTTGCCACCTCCATCAACAGCACTAGCAATCAACAATCCGACAACTCCAACAAAATCGCCAAAGTAGATGTTGATACGTTCATGGAGCAGCACGGTCACAAGAATTTGTCACCTGCATTGGCAGAATTTTTGTTATCGCAAAGTAGATTGCATGATCAGGAGCGCATCCGACAAAAATAGTGCCTCTCTGCTTTGCCGTACAGTCTCGTGTTGTCAATACTTGAGTTTGTAGAAATACTATTGAATCAGGTCAGTGCATTTAGGCATGTTATTGGTCGTTTTGCGGCAGACCCGACACGCACGCCAATATTGATTTTCTCGTCGATCAACTTGCACGATTCGACACCCAATGACCTTGGCAAGTCCAAGTGGTAGTCAGCATTCATTATGAAGCGCGTAAAACATATTAGCTTTATGAACCTGTTGTCGTTAGAAGAGTGGACATCTTTGTTTGCTCGTTGTCACTTGGATACGCGTCGACTCGTGAGCATATCATTGTCATATAGATTGCCATGTCGTTTTAGTACAATTAGCGATACTCGAATCAATAGTGCAGTATGTATGGCATCTAGATACTTTGGATAGAAGTTGAGCAGTATCGAATGGACTTGTAACTATGATGATCAGAGTCAGAACAAATCCGACCTGTCCCTGACAAGGTTGCGAGAATGCGATAGTTTTTTGCTGCCCTTGTTAGACTAGCAGAATCTGAGAAACTTGAAAACTGTTATTGTTCAAAAGTAGGCAAAGTAGGGCATTCAGTTGACAATACAGCATGCACCCGATAACTTGACCAAACTTGAAATTACAAAGGATGTAGCGAATGAGTCGGCCTAGCAGGTTCTGAAAAAGTTTAGAACATTGCGCAGCTTGTCTATCATGTATGTGAATGAAGCATGTAACAAGTAGTTTCCATTTGAATTGTTGCCCGAAACTTTGCAGCACTTGAATCTGACCATAGGTACTGGACACGTAGCCAAATTAGAGCAACTTAGCCGACTGGTAAATCTTGTTTCGTTGGAGTTGTAGATACAGGCTACGAATGAAAGTGGTGCGCTGTATTTTGGATATCCAGAAGAGGAACGCTTCGACATTGCGTTAGAAAAAGTGTCAAAGGCGCTAGACTGGATCGTAAAACAAAGAGTTGTAGTATCATTTGCCATACATATGCGATTGACAACACACGAAGAAATGATGCTTGCTGCCAATATAGCGCGTAGACTCAATGAGCATGGTTTACTTGTGTAGTTTGTGGCAAGCAATGCAGATTGGCAGCCATAGCATTTGTTGGCCGTTGGTTTTGATATTCCAGAGTGTCGATTGGAAGAAGTTAGAATTGGTGTTTAGTTTTGGGAAGTCAATACTCCTACATCGGACGGTATTGGCATTGATATGCATTCTGTGTCGGTTTCGAAATATGTATGCAAAGAATCAGCGGAAGCTTTAGATGCTCTTTTTCGAAGTGTCTTGTGTTGCAAGTCGCTCAAGTGTATGTATATTAGTGGTAATTGCTTCTTTTAGTACGTGGCAATAGACGAGTTTGTCAGATAGTGTGTACAGCCTGTTTTTCCAAGAATCGTGTTCAGAACGGGTTACACACGTGAATAAACAATGTATTGTTTGTTTTGTATTTACTTTAACAATGCTGCCTTTACCTTGTTCAATGCTTTGCCCAACAAATTGAGTCCTTGCCATTGTTTGGGATCGTGGGCCCTTGGATCAGATGACCTTAAACCAATGCCATAAATCTTGTCGTAGGGACTTGCCTCGACGAATTGACCTTCTTGCTTCAGAAGCCACTCCAAAAGTTTGGGGTTCTGAGAAAACTTGGCCACATTAGAGTCATAGATGATCTGTTCCCTGTGTTGCTCCCAAACCTTTTCGTCAAAGTTGCGAACCTATCGACCGAGAGCCTTTTGAGTTTTGGGATCGTTGGTCTGTAAAATCTTGGTTGCTGTTTCACGGTCACCGAAAAGCATTGCCTTTTTGTACATCATCCTCATTTCTGCACAGTTGTAAGTGACGATACCACCTTCTTTGGGTCCTTCATTGACGGAAAAGGTTACAGGATACCATTGGGAACAGTAATCTTGGTTACCCCAAAAGAAGATAAACTTTTGAGAGGGTGTTTGTTGTTTGGAGGTCATGAGAGAGAAAGTTTGTTGATCGGCAAAAAAAAGTTGAAGACCCCAAAAAATTTTTGAGTCGTCGACAATTTCGAAACTTGTTTGCAAACTCTGAACTCCAAAAATTTTTGGCGTCTCAAACTTTTTTTCGAAGCACCCCACTTTCACCAACCCTTCACTCTTCACTTTCAACACAACTTAACAACACCAACATCACACACAATGTCAACACTCTCATCTCTTTTACTTTTGTGCATACTTGTACTATCAATAACTAATGCGTACGGAAGCATAACTGTCATGACACCTACCAAAAGTACAACATTTACGAGTCGCCAACTATTGCCCATTGCCTGGAAAACTGAAAATGACACCAGTTTGTTCTTCAAGGTATATCTCATGGCAAAAGGTGAAATTCCCTACATTTCGGTCAATGGATCGTATGTTTATCAAGTTTTGGGCACTTCATTGGATGAAAAACCATGGACCTACATGATCGAGGACAATATTCCCACTGGACAGTATCACTTGCGTGTTGCATCATCTCGCAACCCCGAAGAAGTATCCGATGGTCCCATTTTCACCATTGAGCAGACACCTCAGTCGGGCATGTATCCCAAAAGTGTTGGCGACACCATCATACCGACCGAATGTCCTTACCCCAATCGAGGAGTGGCTCGTCAAAGCAAAATGATTTCGTTTATATTGGCTATTGTTCCTGCCTGTGGTCATTTGGCCGTCAATCGCTTCTACAATGACTATATTGGTCTCGGAGTCGCCAAGTTGCTCATTCCCAATTTCAATATCTGGTGGCTAGTGGATTGGATTTTGATTCTTGTTGATGGTTTGCCGTCAGCAAATGGGTGCCCACTTCTTTAGGACATGTAAAAGCATTGTCATTGTTTTTATTTACATCTAGTCTTGGTCAAGTGAAATTACAACCATACCGTCCTAGTCTGGAATGTTGTTGTCAACCTATGTTTGAGTCTATTGTTGTTGGTGGTGGTCCTATTTTGGTTGAACATCCGTGCCATAAACGGACAACTCTGTTTTGGCAACACTGTTACCACCTCGAATTGCCAAAAATTTTTGTTTCATCAGGTTCAACAATTTGGGTAACATTGAACTGTTTATCAAACCCTTTGCCTTGTACACCAACATGTTGAAAGTTACAAACGGATTGCGCATCTTGAAAAAGAATAGTGCAGCAACGGCATCGCAAACATGCCAGATGGGATGGAGGAACCAATAGTTGACACCTCCATCTTGGTTTGCAAAATACTAGCACAAGAAACCGCCAACGAAAACAAGAATGCCAATAAAACCAAAGATGATATCGACAACATTCAATACCCTGTGATTGCGTTCCTGGACCATGTTGGCAAAGAATTTACTTCTGCGAACGGCAAGGTTAAAAAAGAGATGCCAAAGTTGATGGAACAGAAGTATACCTGCAACTACGGCATATGTAATAATAATGGCGGTACTATTGAATCTTGCAACGTCAGAAATGATGAACGAAACAATCAACAGTGCAACATTGAGTGCCGATCGAATGTTGGTAGGCTAAATGTTCAACACATGGACCATGATCGCAAAAACAGAGTTGAACGCAAATGCAAAGTCCAACACTTGCAAAAAGGTCTTGTCCTAAATCATGCACGATTCAAGTTCAAAGCATGCATGGTAGGCTGAAGAGAAAACAACAATGGCCAACATTGCGACTGCTTCGACGTACATGCCTACCAGAGCCGAATAGCCAGCAGGCAACAAAAAGGCCAAGTTACTTATGGTGTCCCAGATTAGTTTGGGGTAGTCTATGGTGGTTGTCATGGGACAGAAAAAATAAATATGCGAAGGTGTTTATACATATCTGAACATATTACACTTTCAACTAACAATGCTTTCGGGAGTAAAAGAATGAATGTAGCTGAAAAGTGTAATTCACAAAATTACAAGTGGTCCGATTCCAAAAAAACATTTGTCTTTTGTCCACATCACCTACCAACACGAAAACAAAATGGGTAGAATTAATCTTGCAGCTTTTCAAAATACATATACCTCACATGCAGAACATGAACACAAAAATAGTGTTGAAATGGGTTCGGCCGAAGAAAAAGAAAATCAGTCCGCACAGGAAATATCTACTCTCTTATGGTCAAATTTATTTCCACTCAACGAATGCAGATAGCATGTAACCTGCAAAACACCAGGATTATATGAAATTTATCGCAAGACAAGCGATGGAAGATATCAGGTACTATACATTGGTTCCTCTGGAAATGTTCGTTCGAGATTGCATTAGCACGCAGAGTTGAAAGGTGGCAACAAACAACTCACGACTGCCATTGTTACGCATAAAATTGAAAACTTCTATGCTCGTTGGGTAGAAACGTCAAAGAAAGATTATTAGGATACAGAAGAAACATTGATCAAAGAACATGGATTTGGCGATACAGGTTTGTACATTTATAATAAGACAGCTGCCACAAAGATGGGAAGAAAACGACTCCATTCAGAATTAGAAGAAGATGAAGAAGAATCTAGCGATGATTCAGTATCTTTAGAAATGGAATCCAGAATTCTTTGTCGTCCATTTCAACACGGGGAAGCAAAACTACAAATACTTGGAGCAGAAAGTGGGTCTGACACTACCAGTCGCATGAAGCTTTCTGATTTGCTGCCAAGAAAATTGAAGGCAGTGTAATACGAGAATCAATTAATAAATCATAACAACAAACAACTCTTTATACATCATCATTGCTTACATCAACACCATTACTAACATTAGGCTATACAATATGGATGGGATACACTCGATCGGACTGAGACAACCTAACCTTGGTCAGCTTTCTGTTCAATATACAGTTCATGGTCCTGGTGTTGGTGTCGGGCTAATAGAATACAATCTTTTCCACGTCAATTGGTGATACATTAGTATGACTGCTACGCATTGCTTTTTCGACGTTATTAACATAGTTGACAGCCAAAGTGAGCATCTTTGTGTAACTGGTAATGACGCGCATTCGAGGCTGCATAAACACAATCTTTTTGAACGAAGGTGCATCATACGAAACAGGCGCATCAGCATCCCAACCAATAATGTCAAAATAATCCATGCCAAATTGTTCCATGTCCAAAGTATAAAAAGATTGATAACCACTTGAACTAACATGTTTAAATCTCGGGTCAATCTTGCGAACGAATTCCAAACTGTTCACGATCGAAGAAGAATAATGTACAGCATAACCATTATAACCGCCTTTGCTCTATTCGTGAAATACTAGCTGATTCATCTTACGCGGTAATGCAAGCCATAACAACGGGCTGTAGTAATATATGGACGAAGTAATGTGCAAATTGCTAAGATTTGTAAACTGCCCAAGTATGGCAACAGGATTCTTACATCTTCTGCCGTAATTCATGTACTATCCAACCACAATATCAGGTTTATGCTTTTTGATCATATCTTCCAATGTTCGTTGGTCCTTCAAATCTTCTGGATGTTTTTCGACCAGCTTGCGCATTGCTTCATTGTCCTTGAAATGTTCATCAACGTTTTCAGGCTTTGGAAGTTCAATCATTCTTCTTGCCGAAAATGTGACAGGTGGTAATGAATTGGGCCACATGTACAGTGTGGTTACTTCGGGCAACAAAGGTCCCAAATGATTTTCCCAAATGTACTTGTATGCGTCCAAAACCTGTTGGAGTAGCACTGCATCTTCACCATGGAATGTTAAACTTGCCTTGAGAATAAGTGTGTTGAGCGGTGCAAGTTGACCATTGACATCTGAATCATTTTGTCTGTCTTTGAAAAATCGTGTTAAGCTGTGTTTACTGACGGCCCAACCTTTGCCCTTGAAATGTTGTCCAAACTGTTCCTTGCTGAGATGATATGCTGCAAATAAAATATCCTTGTGTGTCTTGATTGTAAGTTGGTTGGCAATACGGTAACGATTGTTGTAATAGTGTTTGTTGAGCATGCAAATGCTACGACTCTCGGGTGAATCAAAGTCTGCCGAAATTTGCAAGAAGCCACAGACGCTTAAGATAACCCAGTCCGGTAAGGGTTCTGTGCGAAGACCCGAAAGTCTGGGTTTCTTGGCGCTTCTTTGTTCTTCCAATTCGTCTTCCTGTTGTTGGTCATCATAGTCTTCGTTATTGGCATCTTCATCAGCAGACCGTGCTCTCTTGACGCCTCGTTTCTATTGCCACTGCTCAAAAATCTTTTCAAATTGTTGAGGCTGTTCTTCTGACCAAAAGGCTAACAAATCTTCAAGTTGTTCGTAAGTATATTGATTCTATGACATGTTGACAGAAAGGGTCGTTGGCTGGAAAAAAATAGTTGAAGTTGTCGGATGCGTCATGAAAAAATTTGTCCCAAGAAATGAAATTTTCTTTTTTTTGCGGCGACCAGACCAGACCGGTCAAAATATTTCCGCATACTGCACCCTCTTCTGTCAACAAAATGCAACACTTTTCCTACGACATGGTAGTCATTGACATAATATGCAGCTTCATGGAAACACGAGATTTATTGGCAGGACCCATTTTGGTCAACAAGAATTGGAACAAGGCAGCCGGACAATACCTCGATGCACGACATTTTGCCATCACCAGTTGCTAGAACGGCAATATCTCAATACTCAAAGGCATACTCGTTGAGCAACAATTTGCCCCGCTCTTTGTTCATCATCTACTCAATGTAGCAATACGTTTTCGGCAATTGGACATTGTCCGCTTGCTTTTAGACCATAGTGACATTAGAAAAAATGCTCATTGGTCCACATGGAGCATCAGACTTGCCATACATGCCATCAAATCTTCATGCTTGGACATATTCTGCCTGATTTTGGAGTACATCATCCCAACACCAATGAATTGGCTGCACTTTTTCAATACTGCCATGTAGACTTCGTAGTCTGAAACTGGAGAAAGCAGTCAACTGTTTCGTGGAATATTAAAATGCTGGGAAAAGAACCCATGCTTGCCGGTTAGCTTTGAAATGTTGGCGGATATGATTATTTGCTTTCGTGGTTCAAAAGAGTTGGCAATATTGTGGAAGAACAGGACCATACGTTAGCGGCTCGATCCGAAAAGAATGCTCGATTGTGCAGTGGATTTGAGCAATAAGGATGCCATCATTACCATGATCTTTGACATGAACATTAGTCTTGAAGACGTGGATGTCATTAAAATCATGAATAGCGTCAAGTATTGCAATCACACTTGGAAATTGACTTTGTTGCAGCATGAGCAATTTCGGGCAAGGTATAGTCAAATGTGGCTGGAAAAGTGCAGGTGGTCCAACAGGATAAACACATTTGTAGCCAAGTGCATCGAAAATAACCGTGTGTTTGCATATTTATTAAGTTGATAATTGTATTTTGTGTGTGCATGTTTTACTTTTGTGCGCTATACACCATCCTAACATGATTGACGGTTGACTTGCGCAACTCATGTTTCTTTTTACAGGACTGAATTGTTTTGAAGCCAAACTTGCCAAAGAATTTTTCGTATTGTTCGGCAGTGTTGCCAAAACGGTCTTGGTCTTCGAATTCAACCAACAACAAAGATTTTTGATTTTCTTGGAGCAATTTGGTTTTGGCATGCTCGATGAGTGCAGTAGCAACTCTATGTTTGCGACAAAGTGGGAAAGTGTAGAGCAGGTCCAACTAGATGGCCGACTGTCCTCGGTATTCTTCTGGTGGTTCTACGATTTGCCCGCTTCTGTCCAGCAGATCTTCGATTACAACATCCTTGAATGTATAGAATCCCAACACCTAATTGTCGGACTAAATCGTAGCGGCCGGTGGCTCCGCCTGCGAATGCTCATTCGAACCTAATTGTTGGACATGTCCAACTGCGGCAGATCCTGTAGGATCAAATGGTCGACCATGCTCGACAGCGGCAACATATTTGATTTGCTGTTGCTCACTTTGGGGTTGCTCAACCTGTGGTTTAATGGTTTGGGTTGCCTAAGGTTTACTATTTTTCTCTGCCTGCATCTATCTGCACTTTTCCGTTGCTTCGTCCAACATGGCAGAAACATCCGACTCTAGTGGATCGCTAGTCTGTTCCAAAGGTTCTACTGGCAAACCGCTCAATCTCGCGCCAGCTTGCTATAATTTTTTGCGCAACAACTGACGCAATAGTTCAGCACATTTCAGAGCACGCTCTTTTGCTTCACCTGTACTAAATCTGGCATCATCAATGAAGCTATTGTACAGATAGTGATAGGCATATTTCAAGGAGGTAGTATAACTCAAGTGTTCCAATGTTGCCACATCCATTGGTAATTCATCTGCTACCACTTTTTGTTGCTCATCCACAACAACCACTTTTTTGGAACCACCTTTGGTCAATTGAATCTAAGTCCCGGAAACTTTTGCGGGTTCTTTGGATATCAACTTGCGAAAACCGACTTTGCTCTTGTTGACAGGAATGTCACCCGAACAGATGTGAAAGTCTGCAATCTGCTTTTGAATAGACTTGGGTGAACGACGAGTTACTGTTGTAATGGTCAAGTTGTTGTATTGTTGTTGCGTGGTTGGCTGGGACATGTTTTTTCTGGGGGGGTCAAGGCTGGCAAAGAAGAAATATTTTTTTGGGGGCAGTTCAGTTTGTGTTGCAAAATATTATTTCGAAACATGTGACCTCCAACCTCCAAAATTTTTTTTAGAAAACTTTGACAACTCAAAAATATTTTTGAAACTTTTGAACCACTGAACAACAAACCATGCAATTCGGCAAACAAGAAATTCAGTCTCTCCCATTCGCCATCCGTCACCTAATACTACATTGGTTGTCGATTTACCCAGAAGAACATATTGTTGTGCTCAATGATCTCAACCATGAAGTGAGCGCTAAACAAATTACCAAAACATATTTGCACGATCCTTGTATTGCATACGGTTACTTTGAAGATGATCCATCACGCAAAATATATCGCTTCTTTGCACTACATGTATGTTTGCGCTAGGTGTTGGACATATTTGGGGAAGACTACGAACTATATAAGCCTCTCTTGCAAACCTCCTTGTATACCGGTATATACAGATTGACAATAATTTTGCATCCAGAAGATATCAACAATCGACAGATTATGTCCAGATGCATTAGGCATATGACTCAAGCTTGTAAAGCTGTCAGGCACGCCGATATTGAAATTGAATACTATAATTCGTTAGACATTTTTCCAATTCCACTTACCATTTGGACAGAAGCGAATGAACAAGTATTTTAGTATACGTGGCCCAAAAAATGTCAATTTGTAATGAAGTTTCGCATTGGTGTACAATTCGATATAGATGAGCAGTTTTATGTTGACAATATCATTCCATAGTTGCAGAAAGTATTTGCTCGATCTGCTGAATATCATAGTCGACGTATCAAACTCTTGCGATGTGGATTATGCAAACTTGCCAAATTCGAAAAGGTCAAGTCTGAAATACAAACAGTCGTAGAAAAGTGTCCGCACAAGATTGATTACAAAGTCAAGTTGAAACCGGTTAGCAATGCCGAAAAGGTTGCTTGGAAAATATTAGACTGCATATTTACTGCCATCAATGTCGTGAAGACTACCATGACCGTTTATGATAGCATATCAAGTTGAACCCGGTCTTTGGGAGGAAAGTCAACAATAAATACTTTTTTGATTTTTTTCATTGTACAAGTTTGATGGTCCAAGTGACAACAAGTCTCATTACAACACGTTCTCCGCAGTCAGCAGCCGATTCTTCAGAATCCAAGCGTTGGCCACGTCCAACAGCCCTGCAAAGCATCCTGTATTCGCTAATCATTTCCTGCCAATCTTTTTCGTGCAACAACTAAACATCATCGCCTTCGGAATCGACCCATGTAATGTTTGCGTCTGCGACTGAACTATGATGATATCCACGCATAGTTTCGATAAAATGGGCTAACGTATCCGTGGTCTTGACAGAAAAGCGATAAATCTTGGCAGGTTTGGTGGCTGTGCTGCCCAGGTGGACTTTGATTTTTAGGGGTATTTCGTCTGCTGCCTCTTCTACTTTGTCGTCGTCCAGTTGCTCACGTGGTCTCTTTTTCTGAACATCAACTGCACCGCTCTTGCCGTCCAACAGTTTTTGGAGTTCTACAGGATAGCTGTGTCCTTTGGTGGCAAACAATCTATCCAAAACTTTGTTGGCAATTTTTCCCCATCTAAAAGTCTAAAATGTACCATTTCTAAAACAGTAAACCTCCTATTTGCAACAATTGCAAACCAAAGTCTTTGATTTTACGTTTCTGACGACTTGGTCTTTCTAGATATCTATAACGTCAAAATTGGTTGGGCAAAGCATGACCAGATGCTAATTTACACCTGTAAGCTGCACGGGTTGGTATTTCGGACTATCCACGGTTGTGTCATGGGACTACTACTAGGTCGTGTCGATGTTGGGAAACAGGGTAGTGGGTGTCTGCGATGCTACGTATTGACCGATTGCTGGACGAAGCTGATGCTGATGATCGGATAATGTTGGCTTTGTGCGATCACGTAATATGGTAATGTTGGGTAAATGTGAGGTACGGGTGAGTTGAATGGGGATGAATGACATGTGACCGTTGAGAATTTGGCAAAGGACGAAGGGCGAAGGGGTAAAGAAAAAAACGTGAAGGGCTGAGAGAGAGAAATGTTTGCTTTGATGTTTTGGACCCCTGTTTCGCTTGTTGACAGGCGATTGCGAACACTCAACCATTGAACTTGACGGACCCCTTGTCAAATTTCATCGGCAAAATGGCTTACTTGACGGACCCTCTTGTCACACTTCGTCAACGCAACAGCTATCGCAGGCAGACTCCGTCAGCAAAGCAAGCCAACTTCTTTCGCATTGGCAGCACCCCTCTTCCTCTCCGCACTCAACACAACACAACACAACACAACAACCCTCGCTCTCATGCACACCCCTTCAACTGCAATTACCATCTCATCACTCTCACGCGCCGTACAAAAACCCAATCGTACGCTCCACAGTTTCGAATCCAAAGTCAATATACCTGGACTCAATCTCAAGTCTGCACTCAGAAAATAGGAACCTCGCAGGCGCGTTCGTGTTCAAGCGCAACACAAAAGTTATACGGATTTGTGCATCGACGTGCGCAACGTTATTCTTTCGTGGATCAATGTACCCATAAAAAAGAAGTCACAGAGTGAATTCAAGTCGACGGAGGACTACATCTCCCACATTTACAGCCTATTCTTGGGTTACTACAAGGACGATCAAAGTCGTGCTGTGTATTTCGTGATTTAGCCAGAGCGATTCGAATTAGAGGACTTGCTTCGCATCCCACCGCACATGTTTACAAGCAGACATTGTTTGGGCGTGGTCATGATCACCGACTGCTTTCCAGTATTCGATCCCAATAAGTTTCACGAGAGCAATATCAAGGAATTTAGAGTTTGTCCCAATCCGTATTCTTATATTTAGCTGCCGGCTGTAGTTGAACATGACCAACCATTTGATTCCATTGAATAGGCTAGCGAAACCATGGTCGATAGTGATAGTGATAGCGATAGTGAATATTGTTACTGTTACGATCCGAATGAATTATTCGATGGCGTAGAGAATAGACCTTGTTGGACGTTTATTGGACAGCGCACTCGCAAGTTGAATGCGACCAATATGGATATAGTTCCGTTCGAAGGCGATTACAAAGTATATAGTATTATTGACGTCATTAGGGATGTAGCTGCACCCAATTTAGTACAACTTGGTTGGAATTTGTAGCCGATTCATTCGAATCTAATGGTTGGACATGTCCAACTGCAGGACGGAATGCCTTCTGGTAGCATGTATCCCAATGTTCGATTTATAAAACTCGTAAATGCGAACCATGGCGGAGAGTACAGCGTAAGCATTTAGAACATAGTCAAGATTGTTAATTAGTTTCCCTTGCTCCAAAAATTGGACATTTTTAGCATTAGTTGCATATAGCCTGCTGGTGGTGGTAGTAATCAAAATTTGAGTCATCGTGACCGAAAGATTGTTCTTTCCATCGAATATTTAGATGGTTCTCCAGCAGCAAAGTATGATTCCGATTCCGATACCGATGATGAGTATGATGAAGAATGGCATGATAAATTTTATGATACTTGTGAAGCATTGGAGGAGTTTTGCAAGCACATGGTCCAGTCGATCAAGGTTGGCGTAATCAATCATGTATGGAAAGATGCATTGAGAGAGTATGCTCCCACGGCGTATTCTAAACTTGTTGTCTAAAGTTTTTATTTTGTCAGTAAGCGCGCACACCATAAAAAAGTAGTCATTTGTACATATTAGAAACCTGCAAACTTGTCAGAAATATTGGTCAATAATGATATTATTTTTTTGGTGCATACACCTTTATCTTTGATTTGGTCAGTGTTTATGGAAGCAAGAAGCATTCAAGATAATAAAATAAATTTCACAACCAGACCGCGAGATCCTGAAACCCCATAAAAAGGCCGGCCGCACTTGAAGAAAACACTGATCGCAAACAACAACAAACCATCTTCATCATACTCAAACCCTCTCCTCTGACCAACCAACACTCAAAACCAAACCCTGTCACAGCCATGACCAACACCAATTCAACCCAACAGCAGGATCGCCAGACTCAAACCACCGTGCCTCTCACCGGCAACATTCGCCAATACGGCACCAAGGACAAAATTCTCGCGCTGCGCAATGACAAAGGTTCACCATCTAGCCACACTTTCGACAAGGCTGAACCCATTGCAGTTGCCAAATTCTTTTACGAATTGGCCGATTGTGATGCTGCCCTAGCAAAGTGTTGGATCGAAGATGTGTACAACTTCTTGTTTGGCGAATTGGAAATTCTATGCATCGAGGGTCCCAAGAATACGGGCAAGACCAGTCTTTTGAACTTTTTGATTTCTACCATTCGTCACTGCAGACTGGGACTTTATGAAAATGTTTATGATGTTCCACCAAATGACAATTATATTTATGTCAATGGTATCAGATTTGTATTTTGGGATGAAAGGACACCCGATCAACTTGAAATTACTGCTATGTGTAAAAGCATAGTCGATTTGGGCAACAAATATGTGCTGGTGCAGACCTCGGCTCCCGAAAAGGACACATTTTGGAGTGGCAACTACAAAAAAATGTTGGGCAACGCAATGTTGCATGTTTCCAGGGTTCCATTTTTCTCGACCATTCGTATTGCTCAGTTCAGGGATCAAAGCAACGGGCTCAAGTGTATCATGTCCGAAGGCTATTTCGACAAGGAAAGCTTTAGCCAGGCCATGGGCGAGTGTGCCAAGTTGGCTTATATGCCCAAGCAGCAACAATCTTTGGACCGTGTGCATATTGGACATCCTCGTCACGAGCAGCCTGCCAATGTAATCAAGGTCAAGGTCCAGCAATGGCCCGCTGCCGACTCATTCGACAAGCCCTGTAACATTTTGGTGGTCTGTCCTGACCAAAAGCAAGGTCAAAGTGTCGCCGTTCATCTGTATAGCAAGTACCTGAAGCAACTGTGCACCCACGGCCATGCATTCAGACGCAACTTGGATGCCGGCAACAAGATGATCAAGGCATTCGGCAGAGCCAACACCTTGGAATTGGTTGGCAGCAATACCGAGCCTTCTGTTCTTTTTGACGAGACCAAGGTATGCCAGCCATTCCCCGGATATACAAAGATCGTTGGTTATAGGTCTGAAGTAGATGGTAAGCAGTTCTACGAATACCCTCAGTCTGGCGACACTCCTTCGGCAATCCTCTTTGCCAACACGGGTGATCACGAGCAGAGATTCGACAAGTTCATGATCAATATGTTGCTGAACAATAGAGAGTATAATCGCTATACCATCACTGTTGCCAGCAAAGCATCAGAATTCGGCACTCTGACCAACCAGCATGTATTCTAGCACATCTTGTTTGTCGACTGTGGCAAAGAATTCGTCGCAGGTGGTTCTGCCTGTCTAGGCGCTAAGGTTGCCCAGTAGTTTAGCACTCACTTCGTACAGGATTATCTGTTCGCAGACGCCAATGACAATTTCCAGCTTCATGTTAAGGCTCGTTCTCTGTGGGAATCGCATGGAATTGGTGCTGGCAAGACTCTGATTGTTTCTCAAACTACTACTCAGTCGAGATGGCTTGACGATGACCATGCGAGCAAGATCGGCTACGCAACCATTCCCATTGAAGAAGAGACCGTTCAGGTTCCTGCTGTCACCCCTATTCCCCAACCTGCCGCTGCCGTAAAGAAGCCAGTCGTCAATTTTGTGATTGTTGACGACCAGCAACAGATTCATCCGAATCAGCTACCGCATGTGGCTCTGCCTGCGAATGCTCAATTGAACTAAATGGTCGAACCTGTTCGACTGCAGTTGGACGCGTCCAACCCTTTGCATCTATCGATGCTGCCGCAGTAAAAAAAATTTGTGTTTTTGATAAATTTTACTACACAAATACACACATTGTAAATAACTTGTACATATCATCAATAAGGTTTATAGTTTATTATACTGACCCACAACAGTTCAGAAATTTTGAATCTGCTAATCTACCACCTGTTTTCATCGTACCCATATATATGTACTGGGACAGGTTTAACCATTACTGGCATTAATGGGTGCTATTTAGCATATTCCAACGCATTTTTAGTATCATTTAGTATGCAGAGATTATCAAAGTATCTAATGAAATTCTTGAGACTTTTTTTGACTTTTGATTTTTCATGCAAACTGAACCAGTCCAATCTATAACAGTAGTTCTCATATATAATATGGATGCCCTTTGTTTGAGTGCATATTAGATATCTAAAAAGTGCACATCCTTTTCGTATATAATTCCACGAAGACAGTTCGATAGTTGCGCATCTCAAAAATATTCGATATGGCGTGCGAGAAACATCCTTTTCAAAATATCCGTAAAGACTCCTGATTGCAATAGTATCAGCTTGTTTTAATGATTTTTCGTAACACGTGCATCGTATTGAATCATTGATATTGTATAATGCCGAATATCGACGCTCATATTCCCGTTGATGTTTACGGCACCAGCAAGAATAAAACCACGAACATTCGTGTTTATTGCAAGAATCTCGTGCATATTTTTCGCACTATTGAAACATGTAGTCGACATATTGCTCATTGTCAGGCAGATAGTTGAGTATTTCTAGTATGAGTTCACATGGAAGTTGTTGGTAGAGGTTCTTTTCGTCAGCTGATACATCGACAATGGGTTTGATTGTTGAACAGTGTGTAAATGCGTCTTTACATATGGATGCCAAGTCAGGCAAGGTTTTGCTGCTCTAGATAACTGGCGTCGACTTCAACTAAACTACAGCTGTAGCGCAATCCTTGAACAAAATATCAAAATAGCGATCCCGGATGGGTTCTCTTCTTCTGATGACTACATGAACCTTGTTTTTATCGATCCACTATTTGAGCAGCCACAAATCTCTGCCTGTCAAAGTTTTACTCCAACCATTCAAGTACAATACTTTGATATATGGCTTGTGGGGTTCTTTTGTAGCATCATACTCTCGCAACTTCTTGAGATCAGAATACCAAGCACAGAAATGTTGTCTCTAAAGACCATAGTGTGCAATTGTAACAAGATTGTTGACAAAAGTGGCATCCCATGTTTCAAAAACCATCAATGAACCTTCTCTTCTATCTGTCCAAACATATTCGAGCCATTCGTAAATGACGGGGATGTGTTGTGTGTCAGGTATGGTTTCAGAAATAAATTTTTGAATGGAGTCGGGCAGATTTGTGGACATGCTTTGTTGTTGTTTGTTGTTGGTTACGGTTGGAAAATATGCAAACCAATAAAAAAGTTGACATGATACAAATCCAAATAAACTGAGCATGTCGAGTTCCTGATCTCTTGGAACTTGCAACTTGACAGCCACGTCAGCTTTCAGCGGCTGGCAAACTGGACCCCTTGCCTCCAAAACACCCCCCTTCAGCTGTCGCAGGCAGACTCCGTCAAGCCAACAAACCGTCTTTCGCCTCAGCCCCTTCCCCTTCCCTCAACACAACATGTCACACCAACGCACACGCCTCGACATTGACGCACTCGCTGAAAAATATGCCAACGCATCCGACCTGCCCTCCAAGCGTCCTACCATCAGTCTTGTGACACGCAAAACAATGACCGACAAATGGCAAGTGCCCACCAATGTCAAAAAGGCCAACGCCATTGAGCAGGACAAACTCACTTTCCATAAACTGCCCGAGGATGTCAAGGTTCAAGCACCCTTGAAAAAGGTCCAAATCGTCCAAGTCCAAGAAGGCGACTATTTTGGCATCTAGGTCGAAAACAAGGGCAATCTATTGATGGTCATGTATGTTTCGGTCAATGGCAAGCCGCTCGTCATGTTCGATAACAAGGAAATGCCACAACTTGTCAAACCAACCTAGCCTCTGTGTCATTTTTCTACTCGACATGTGAATCACGACATGTGGCAACTCAAGTTTTTGACGAACAAGGTCTCTGATGGTTCTCGCATAGCGGTTGACAAACTGGAGAGTATTGGCATCATTGATGTCATTCTCTGCGAATACGAAATCAAGAAGCATTTTCGTCCTGATCGTGTGGAACCAGCGGGTAACAATGTTCGCGGAGACGGTCCGTACAATGTGAAGCAGAGCCACACCAAGAGGCACGGTATCACGGCTGCTAGCGTAGAGCACAAGACCAAGGCACCTTCCCGTCAGGGAGTTGGTCGCGCCACAAAGTGTTTGGCTGCTGTTAGATTCGTATGCAGGAATGCACTGGGCTTTGTTCATGAGTTGCTAGGTCGCGGTCTTCGTCAAGAGTTGGTTAAACTTGGTCTTGCTCCCGAACCCGGACCTGCTGTTGTTATTGACCTCACTGGTGATGACGATCCTGCCGATACAAATTAGTCAAAGAAGCGCAAGAGACTCAGAAAGGTGGCTTCCATCAGAGGCACCGGTAATCCAGAAGACGAAAGCTTGGAACAAGAAGATGAGTATCAGGAGCCGGCTGCCAAAAGGGTTCACTTTGATATTTTTGATGATGGAGACGATGTAATTGAGTGAATTGTGTTTGTAATACATTTATTTATTGTATGTTGTTGTACTACTTTGCAACATGCTGCAACAGTGCCTTGCCCAAATCTCCAGTATATGTTTTGCCGTCCAGTTCAATGTGCGAAAATCTAACCTTGGTTCCGCGTCTCTTTCTTTCGAATATAAGTTTCATGGTATCGAGATTGATGTCCAATAGTGTGTGTTTGTATATGCATGCTTTGAATAATTCTTTGATCTTTTCCAGATTTTCCGTATCCATGGTCCACAAATATCGGCCGTCATCGACAATTTTAGTCCAATAAAATTCGCCAAACTGCCAGAAACCCAAATATCTCTTTTTTCTTGCCTATGTACCATCACTTTGATGCATACGTTGAGTAATCTGGTATACTTGTTGGTCGATGTCCAAACTGGCAACATCGCGAGTCAACAAACCCTTGACGCAATATCCTTGCTTTTGGGTGTCATAATAGATTTCTAATTGTGGCAAACGATGAACATGTGATAATAGCTAAGTTGCCCTTGTTGCTTTCAACCTAAAAACATTTCTGACCAACAAAAAATCAGCCAATGTCATGAATTCTTCGTATTCTTTTGCGTTCAGATAAGGTATGGTTACATCCAGATCGTAAATCTTTTGTAACAATATCTGAACCAGTTTCTCGTTGCATGGAGAATCAATAGTAACTACTTCTGTTTCTGTTTGTTGCTATTGTTGGTCCTAAAAACTCAAAAGCGCTTCAAAGTATCTAGAGTTTTCTTTCAAAACCTTTTTGTGCAACGCATATGTTTTGTCATTGATCTTTACTGAAATATCTGAACCCAAACCGGTGTGGAACATCACAAATTGGCATAAATTTGGATTTTGAATGCTGTGACTGGTTACAATACTGACGGTTTCAGTGTTTGGGTTAACGGCTACCTGTAGGTTCATGGTGTTGGGGACATTGTTCGGCTTGGGAAATGAATTTGATGTGCTGAGTGAAATGTGATCGTACTATTTGTATGTGTCAATGTACGAAAGTAATGTATTGATCATGGCTGGTGTTGAAGGTCAGAAAAAAAGAGAAGAATCAAAAATTTATTGTTTGCGAAAGTTGAAACTGTTGTTGCGTCAAGTTACACTTTTTCTTTTCGACTTCCAAAGTTCGAGCAATAGAATTTAGAATCGTACTTGCATTTGGATTCGAAAATACATTATTGCATGTTGCTTCCAAATTTACCGCAGTCAAACCCGTTCGACCATTAGATTCTAAAGAATAGGCAGAACCATCCTATTCATCCAAAACTATCAATCCCAACAATATCTGCTTAGATGAATGACATTGCTATTGCGGTTGAGGTTCGCGAACGATACGTATCTTGGTCCAATCTGAAAATACTTCGCTGACCAAATCGCAAATCGTAGTTACACCATTGAGGATTACTTTTTCTTGAGCAGCTATGGGTTCTATTCTGTATGCAAATCCATCACCTCTGTTGTAAAGTTCCAAAGATTTGCTAACACCTTGACTGTTGGTGAGTACGAATTTTGCAGGTAATGAAGTTTCGTCTCTGCCGCACCTGTGATTGGCATAGGTTTCAATGAGCCAATAAGACAAATACTATCTTATCAGGTTGACTGACTGAGATTCTGACTTTTTCAATATGGACAGAGCAAAGTTTGTGTCGGCAATTAAAGATTTTAGAACATCCGGTTGTTGCCATGTTGCCTTCAAAATCGTATGTCGTTCCAACAAGTGAGCAAGCATATCAAAACTATGCTGAACCGGTCGCTCGCAAAAGTTTTCAAGTGCATGTTTGGTAATCTCATGGTCAAAGATTAGTTCTATTGCAACAAGTATGAACCAACTGTTTTGACTCAATGAACCATCCGACAACAATATTCTGTCCAGTATGGCTTGTACTAATTCTTTTGAACCAACGATTTGCAAATTCTGTAAACTACGAGTAACCAAAAGCATCAATATAGCATCTTGTAAACTCAATTCTTGGCCAGCCGTCGATGAAAGAAAACGAACAACCAACGGATTGCGCAAGTCGGTTACCTGTCCCCTTCTCAACATCTCGAATATTGTGCATGCCTTGTTACGCATATCCAAACCATCGAACCTCAGAATAAGATTAGAGTCGTCAGAAACATGTTGTCCCTGTATTTGTGCTAGGTAATCTCGGAGTAACAGGGCAATAGTGGATGCTTGAACATTTTTGTTAGTGTTGTCAACAGAGGCAGAAACTTTGAGGTTGCTCGTCACAGAAAGATATTCTAAAATCTTTTCTTGCTCTGCAAAAAGTTGGTCACACAAGTCTTGGGGAATCAACATGATGAACGGGTTTGTTTTTTTCGGAAGTGGTCAAGAAACTTTTATAACTTTCAGGTTCAAAAAATCTGACACTAAGTTGTATGTATTTGGTTATTACAATTATTCTTGATGTGGGGGAGCATCAACACACTTGCGAGTGCCGTACAGACCAATGTGGATTCTGCACTTCTTGTTCTCTCCAGAAACGCGGTTCTTGCATCTCTTGCCGTCCTTGTTGTGGGCGCAGCAACGATGGGTCTTCTTGGACTTGATGACTTTGGCGACACGGCCGTTGACTTTGACTTTCATGGTTTGGTTTTTCGGGGAATTAAAAAGAATGTTTTGTTTTGAAATCAGGTTTATATATTTTTCGTTTACCAATGGTTGCTTACATGATCGAAAATTTGGCCACCAATTCTCGGTTGGACAAATGGTGCGCAATATCATAGGCCTAGTCAACACTTTGGTCAAAATAGTTTAGGTCCTGTTGCCACTTGCCCTAGTGCATTGCAACGAGTTCCAAGGCCATAGTATTCAAATGGTGAACCATCTTGCCTTTAAGTTGAAGCATGGGTAACTATTGTTCGATTTTGGCTGCGTTGGACTTCCATTCTTTGATGGCATCTGTCGGATCTTGCTCCTTGACCAGCTAGTCAATTACCGAATCTGCCAAACCAACATGTTCAATGAACAAGGGAACGGCTCTTTTGCGTGCAGCTTCACCAAAGTGGCGACCGATTCTGTCTGTTATTTCGGCCAGAGATTTCAAGAGTCGTTCGGATATTTCCTTTTGATTTGGATGACCACTTAGGCAGGCGACCATGTAAAGACGCAAATAAAGAACGTGATCAACCCAGATTCTGATGAGTCCCAAACGAGCACGATATTGATGTGCCTGAGATATGATGCATACTACCAAAAGGACAACCAAAATGCCCAGTACGGCCGAGACTATGCCCAAGAGCATCCACGGAGTGAGAAGTGTTGTTGACTTGCCGGTGTTGGTGTTAATGTTTGCAGCTTTGAAGGTATCCATTTTGCTTATAGATGTTTACAGGTGTTTACGATTTTTTCTGAGTAGACCAAGTTTGTCCTTTATAGGTAGACTATCCAAAGTTTTTGGTTCTAGCGTTTTTATGAACACGTCATGCATTCGAAAAAATTAGCTTTGTTTTTGGAAACATTCATACATATACATTTATTACCTTCAAACATGTCCTCAAAATAGTTGCGTCAGTATACTTTTAGATGCTCGGCCTCTGACGAAAACAATTCGGATCATCGTTGCCCAAAAACGAGAACCGTTTCAATGACCAAAGATGAATATGAAAGAAGTATCGCTCAAGGCAGAAAGTTTTATTGCTTTGTTCATCAGAACTGTAGTGGTCAGTATAGAGAATACAAGAATGTATGCGGGAACAAGATTCTATCGTGCAGCGACCGAGAAACTTTGGATTACAATCTCAAGGTTGCCGACTAGATGAATACTTGCTCCGTCCAAAGAAAAGATTTTACCTCGTTTTGCATTGCACCCGAGTCGAGAGATTCTGGACATGAGTATTGGGTTGGCAAGATTGACAAGTAGGTCGACACATGCACGAGTATCATCAAAAGATAGTACATGAAAGTTGCAACCAACAAGCGTCCGCACCTTTCTGACAGACTAAAGATGTTATTGAACATGCCTAACATTGAGTCGGCCCCAAATAACAACAAGAATGTGTCAAAAGTTAAAAGTCAAAAGAATCAGAAAGTGTAGGCTTCAAACAAGACAGTTTCAAGGAATTCAAACAAATTTGATGTTCTTAGAACCATTACAGATGATTATGAACCTCCACAATAGTGGGTTGGTGGTAAGAGTACAATGTCAAAAAGAAAGTAAAACAGAGTTGGTCCAAAATTTTTTGTTTGAGAAGAATTCTGAACTGGTCCAAAATTTTTTTGAGCAGTCGCAAATTTTGTTTGGACCATTTCGAAAACTTGACTCTCAAAAAATTTCTGGACTTCCAAAAACTGCCAACAACAAAAAAATATTTTTCCTCTCAGCCTTTGACCTTTTTCTTGTTTATTCATCCACTCACTCCTCACAACCAACCCAAACAATCATCATGCCACCAATGCTCAATGTTCTAGTCTACGAAAAGTGTCGCCATTACCCAGATTCGGAATATGTGTCACTCAAGATGACGCGCGAATTGGAAAAAGTCTTTGAAAACAACCCAAGTCTGCCTTCCGTGTCACTTTTGAAACTCGTCAAGGATATCGTTTCTGAGCATCTGCCCGACAAGACCATCATAAGAGCGCAAATACTGGTCGATGATGAATACATGGATGTTGGAACCTAGGGCATCGATATCGTGCATTTTCGGCCAATCAATAGCATCGAAATAGATGTTAGCTGGAGAAGTGTACCCATCTATGTACATCGGGTCCATGTGCAGGTAGAATAATAACAACAACTTATCTTGTACATACATTTTGAAGTTGGTCATAAACGAGAAAGCAAACAGAAAAACGGTTCTCGCGCACTTCACCTCAACCACCCCTTCCGAATGCTTTCTAGACTCTTTTTTCGCTATACACCTATTCCTCCCACACCAAACCCTGAATATCAACAAATCAGTCACATCCCAGAAATATTGGATGTAATTTTTTCGTTTCTGAACAACAAAAGTTTGTACAAAGGACCACTTTTGGCAAGCCGATAGTTTTACGAAATAGCATAGCAACATTTGGACCCAATCGTGGCAGTAACATGGGAAAGCAATAGTTTGAGTTTATTCGCAAAACACGGAAACATTGATACCATACGCACATTGATCGATAAACGCGGATGCATAAAAATGTATAGGAACCTATTTTTTGCGGCAATAGAAGCGAATCGAGTCGAAATACTGGACATGGTTCTCGAAAAGAATATATAGCACATGAACCCAAATCCGATAGTTAATGCCAGACATATTGTATATTACTTGGATGATCAGTGGTCCGATTCAAAACACAAGGCAGAAATGGAGAGATTTTATTGGACTCACTCGGCAGTCATGTATGCACTGTGGTTTGCTCGAAAACACAATAATCCTGAAATCTTGAAGACTATTCTCAAGTATCCTGGTGTAGAGCCACTGTTTGGTTAGGATCATCCCACATGTACCCATTAGCTGCACTTGTTGCTCGTTTATGGCAAAGCCGAAATCTTCAAAGTGGTAATGCAGGACTCTCGATTCGACTACTTTACTTTGCATAACCAAACCTTGTACAATGCATCTCGACCTTGGCGACTAGGACTTTTTTACGGTCCATAGCACCTGAAAATCGTAGAAATGCTATTGGATAACCCAAATGTCAATCACACCATGTGTAACCGGTTTATTTACTCAATTATACAGGTCAAAAAGTGGCTATTTGGATGAATAAACTCATAATTATTTTCATTAGTACACATTACGATCCGCATTTACAACACGAAGCCAATTCTTTTCATTAGCCATTTGCTCATAGAGTGCAAGAGTCCGGTCGAACCATTTTTCGTCGGATTCCATATATTGCTGCCTCTCAGGATATTTGACCAGCCTTTTCTGGATGCGATTCCAGAGTGTAGCCTTGTCTGCCGTGACGAGAACAGGTTTGATATGAATGCCGTGCCTTTTGGTCAGTTCGTCGACAACTGTGTCAACATAAGGCACAAGACAGTATCCATTCCAATTGCCTTGGTCGTGAGCATAGACGATGGCCGAGTACAAGGAACGGTCCGTAACAATGATGGGCAGATCGCTGTCGATGGCTGCTTCGTCATGAATTTCTGACAATAGCTGCTTTAGCGAATCGGGCAGGCCGGATGCTTCGCTCAGATCCAATTGACCAATGGTGGTAGTAGCAGTGGAAGTGGCACCGTGGGTCTCGTTGAGCAATGACTTGTAGTCGAATAGGCGCTTGACCAAATTATTGATCCACATGGATTCCATGACGACACTCTGCAAGTGAAGACCTTTGACAGATGCACTTTGATCCAAAAAATGCTCGTCCAACACAACGATCCTGTCTGACTGCAGCTTGCGCAAAGCGTCACATAATGTGCTCTTGCCAGCTGAACAAACACCTTCCAAACAAATGATGGTGATGTCCTTTTGATTTTGCATTTGCTATTGTTGGTGTGATGGTGACATGTTGTTGTGTGGGAGGCTGCGTTTTTTGATAAGTGCAAATGAATAAAAAATTTTTTGGCAGTGTGTTGGCAAAGAAAGAATTTTTTGTTGTTGTTGATACCGTTGGAGGTGTACAAGCGTCAAGTTCATCTGACGGGAAAATATTGGAGACGTCAAGTTTGCTTATCGGGTGTCAACTTTCAACGGCAGCGTCGAGTTCCAAAACAGCCAGTTCTCAGGCGAACCAAAAACCCACAAACCTCCAAAACATTTTTTCACAGCCCCTCTCTCTACACAGCACTGCCCCTTATCAGTCGGCCCCTTCTCAACACCTCCTCACTCACTCACTCAACCACACAACCACACAACATCACCATGAGTCAACAACACCAAACTGCACGCCAAGTCATCCAAGAAATCATCTCTGGCCTCAATCCCACAGGCACCACCGTTCACCTACCCTTTAATCACGACCAAACCACTCTGCTCTCACAAGAAGACCTCCAAGAGCGATGGCCCTATGTGACCGACGAATACTTTTCCAATGAAGAAGAAGAAGCTTAGGACGAAGGAGAGGCAGCCAATGACGAAGAAACCACTAGTCGCATCGAAGGCTGGCCCACGATCAGTGCGTCCGAAACCAACATGAACTACTGCTTCAGCGACTCAAGGCTCAAGCTTCTCAAGACCATCAAAATTACGGGCAATGACGACAAAATCTTCTTGGCCGAACTCAAATTGCAGCCCAGATAGAAATCGGACTACCTGAATTCTCCCGAGTGTAAGCACCCAGCAAAGCCTGCGCGCACCATTATCATCATTGTCAAGGCGATTAGCATAGATTTTGATTGTGTGCCTATCAAAAATTATCGCATGGTTCCAGCTGCTTGGCAGGAGAGCATCATGTGGAACACGCTGAACCCCGATATGTTCTATGGCTGCGTCAATGCCTACGATCCCAATACCAAGATTCATCACCATTGGATTTTTACCCACCGTTTTGAGAATACGTTGGGCAATTACATCAAGGATGTCATCAGCACGCAGCAATCCGGCATGTATGCGTAGCCGCGTTAGTAGCGACCCGTTGCTGCCGTTGGACGTGTTGGTTCAAAGCGACCATTACAGTGCATTGATCTTGAATGTGACGAATCGCTTGACCAGCATGACCAACAGTCACAGGACAAGGGATACACAAGGATTGTCGATGCATTGGCTCAGATCTACTTTTATACGCTGTGGCCATTGAAACAGCAGTACCGTTTTTGCCACAATGATTTCAAGGAGGACAATATTGGCTTCGATCAGACTACGGTGCCCTTTGTTTATGTCAAGATTTGTCGCGATGCAAACGATACTGGCAAAGACATTATCTTGCGCATCCCCACGAATGGTCGCATGTTTTACCTTTTCGACTTTTGCTTCACGAGTTGGTAGCCTGAAAAGTATAGCGATACCTATGTTGGCGACCAGATTACGGCAGTATAGAAAATATCTGTCAACAACGAGCACTTTGACATGTGTTTGCTCTCGAATTTTATTATGCGCTACACGCTCTCGGGTTTTCAGAGACAGGCGCCCAAGAAAGCGAAACTTGACGATTCTATAGCCAAACTCGACCCGTTTCGTGTTGGTTCGGTAAGCAGCGGCAAGGAGTGGGACCTTGTTACCGAAACCATTCTTGGATTTGCCAAAATCGATGATGGGTATATTGTAGCCGATGAACCGGATGTCAAAACGGATGTAGCAGCATTGTACAGACAATTGAGTTAGTGTTGCAATGAGACATTTGGCTGGTCTAGGTTTTTGGATATTTGTGTTTCGATGTATAGTGTGTAGGCAGATCAGATACCTGTTGGATGCGAGTATGTTGTAACTTTGAACATGCCCGCGAAAGTTGCAGGACTATAAAATTTTATTACTTTTTCCAAAAATTTGTTTTGCTTACCAACCATAACCAACCAAAAAACCTTTTTCGTCCCCTGCCTGAAAAAAAATCACCAACCATCCCACCTACCAAAATCAACCAACCCAACCATGAACCGCATTATTTCTGGAATAGATTCTTTAGAATCAAATGGTCGAACCTATTCGACGACCGTCACCAAAAATTCTGGTCTGCCTTGGAATCAAGTATTGCTAAAGCATACATTGGAGAATGCTGGCCTTACGCAGATGCCACAACACGTCGATGATGAATACGATGACATGCCTGAATTGGAACATGTCAACAAATCCGGCGACACCAAGGACAATGGCAACTATGACGATAGTATCTATGATGACATGCCCGAATTGGAGTACGTTGATGAGAAGCCACAGTCCATTGAGCAAGATGAACAAGAGCAGTTGGACTCTGACCACTAGTTTCATGTCATTGGTCATGTCCAATAGCAACAAAAAGAAAACCAGCAGTATCAAGAAGAAGAAGAGCAGCAGCACACCAATGACCACATGGACCAATATAATTCACTGGAAGAAGCAGCCGGCTTGAAAGGTTCAGCAACCGTGAAATTCGCAGACTCTTCTGAACTGCACATTCACGTTTACCTGCCCGAGCATCTCAAGGGAAAGTCTATTCATGTGCATTTGCATTGAACTTTTTGTGTTGATGTTGATGTTGTCATTGGACATGTTGTGTTGTAAAAAATATAAATGTTTGCACGTCTGTTTGTTTATTATGTTGTTTCGTTGGTCCTCGTATGCTTTTATGACCAAAAAAATGGTGTATCCGTTTCGTTCAGTTGGACAAGTCCAACAATTTGACTCTAAAGAGTCCGCAAAGCACGGAAGCATCGAATATTATCACGTGTTTGGTCATCTTTTTTCATATTATTTTTTTACACGATACCGTTTGAACCTCAATGCACTATAAAATCACGCCGTCAAAAAAACAGGACGCCCGTCGGACAGTCAAACAAAAAACTATTCTCTCTTCTCTAGCACACACAACCAAGAAAAAAAACCAAACGCCTACTCTCCATCCCAATGAAAATTATGAACAGTTCCACTCTTACTCGCACACTTTCCAACAACTCTTTAGACACCTAGACTGCCGACACTTTGACTAACGACAACAACAAGACTCTATCCTCCGCAGAAATGAACGACGCACCTCAAAAGTTGAACGACTACATGGCTCAAATTCCCGAAGATGAACGTTTCCGCTTGAACGACAACTTTGTGCATACATACAGCCAAAAACCCGTTCCTTTTGGTTTCGGCATCGTTGGAGACATTACCTACTAGCGCACCTATGCTCGCGTCAAGAATTGGGCCACCGGTGAACGTGAACAGTGGATCGATACAGTTCGTCGTGTGGTTGAAGGTGTTTTCTACATGCAACAGGGTCACGCACTTCGTTTTGGACTGCCTTGGGATGAAGCTGAACGTAACGCTCGTGCCGAAAAAATGTTTGACAAGATTTTCAACATTCGTTTCTTGCCTCCTGGACGTGGTTTGTGGTCTATGGGTACTGATATTGTTGAGAAGAAGGGTCTATTTGCTTCGTTGAACAATGTATGTATGCGCGTCCGTTATTTGTTTGTTACATTTGTTTACTACACTGTACTGACACCCAAATATTCAATAACCAACGACACCAACGATGCCAAACAAACAGTGCGCATTCATTTCTACCGAGGACATGCACACCATGGACAGTCCTGCCGATCCCTTCTGCTTCCTGATGGACATGAGCATGTTGGGTGTTGGTGTTGGCTTTGACACCGAAGGAGCCAAGTTGAACGTGCCTCTTTACTAGCCCGAAGCACTTCGTGAAGTGGAACATGTTGTCCATGACAGTCGCGAAGGTTGGGTTGATTCCGTTCGCAAGCTGCTGGATTCTTATTTCTGTGAGTCGAGCCCCACCATTGTTTTTGATTACACCAAGATTCGTCCCAAGGGTGAACCTTTAAAGACTTTTGGCGGTGTTAGCAGCGGACCCGAACCACTTCGCAAGTTGCATAATCAGATTCGTGAAGTGTTGGACAAGGCTGCCTACGAACAGTATCCTAGAGCGTTCGTCAACGAACGCGTTATTGTTGACATTATGAACATGATTGGATGTTGCGTTGTTTCGGGCAATATCAGAAGGTTCGTTTGGGTCCTGAGAGTTTATTTAATTTTTTTTGTTCAGTTTGACTAACATATGCATCATTTTTTACGTTTTTTAAAGGTCTGCCGAATTGGCACTGGGCCACTACAAATCCAGAATCTTCCGTGAACTCAAGGACTATGGCAAGCATCCTGAACGCATGAACTACGGCTATGCTTCCAACAACAGTGTCATGTATCCTGAATTCCCACGGGACATGGACCCCGAAGAGTTGCATCAGTCTCACATTCTAACGGAAGAAGGCGTCTGCAACAATGGCGAACCTGGTGAACTTTACTTGAAGAATGCTCAGGCATATGGTCGCATGATTGATCCTCCCAATTACCGTGATTGGAGAGCACGCGGTGTTAATCCTTGTGGCGAGCAAACATTAGAGTCTGCTGAACTTTGCTGTCTAGTAGAAACCTTCCCCAGCAAACATGACAGTCTCAAGGAATACTTGGAAACCTTGGACCTAGCCTTTGAATATGCCAAGACCGTTACACTGGGTGACTGCCATTGGTCACGAACGGACAAGGTCATGAAGCGCAATCGTCGTATCGGCACATCCATGTCTGGCGTTACCGATTTTATTGGTACTCATGGCAAGGTTGAACTCATCAAGTGGTGCGACTCTGGTTTCAAATATCTAAAGAACGTCGACAAGGAACTGTCAAAGCGTTGGGGTATTCCCGAGAGTGTCAAGATTACCAGCATCAAACCCAGTGGAACCGTTTCTCTGGTTGCTGGTGTTTCGCCTGGTGTTCACTATCCTCAGGCCAGATACTACATTCGCCGTATCCGATTTGCCGATCAGTCCGAAATGCTTGAACCTCTTCGAAAGGCAGGATATCACATGGAAAGAGACAAGTTTTCTGCTAACACGATTGTTGTTGAATTCCCTGTTGATGCAGGTGCGCATGTTGTCAAGACACAGAACGAGGCCAGTATTGAAGAAAAGTTTGAGATTCAACTGATCATGCAACGCTATTGGGCCGACAATCAGGTTTCTGCAACCATTACTTTCCACAAGGAGAAGGAACGTCACAAGATTCCTGAATTGTTGGGCAAGCATTGTCATGAAATCAAGTCTGTTTCTTTCTTGCCCATTGATGATACCGGATATGAACAGGCTCCTTATGAGACCATTTCTGCCGATGCTTTTGCGCAAAAGATGCAAACGATTAAGCCTGTGGATTGGACGACTAAGGAGAATGTTGTCGTCGAGTATGAGGATGAACAGGATGGTTATTGTGATAGTGACAAGTGCATCTTCCCTAGAGGCAAGAAATAGAATTAAAAAATTTTTTGACTTGCTTTTTTTCTGATAGATACCAAGTATTGTTTGTTGGATTGTCATTGATGTTCCAATAATGTGAGTGCATATAGAAACTTTGACATATCTTCTTTATTTCTTTTGTTCGCAGTGTCAGCAACCCAGCAACCATGACTGTCTACGAAAATTTTGTACAACTCGTTCGCACAACTGAAAAACAACTCTTTGACTTGTGGATCAAACTCATGCTCGGTTCATTATTTGCACTGGGATCGATAATTTACATGTACTACGTTTGTGTTCCTTTTGCTTAGTGGTTCTAGAATGCAATAGGCTGTCAGAATACGGATTTTTGTTATTTGGGTAGTTTTGGCGCAGTATATGTACTTTCAGTTGGCATATTATTGTTATTGTGTGATTTGGGACTTGGCTTTGTGTTATTTGGAGAATGGATTCGGTGCAGGGTGGTCACATGTATCAATAATAGACGAACAACGGTGTCGGCAGATGAGCAGGACCTGACTTTGCCTGTTTGATGTTTTCGTATATAGTCGACAACAAGAACAAATAATGCCTAATCAAATATTTTTTTGCTGACAAATGGTTGTGTGTGTTTTGGAACTTGACACTGGAACATGTTGGCGTGCCTGAAAACTGACACCCCTCCAAAAACACTCGACAAACAAAAACATTTTTTTCGCCTCAACAGCCCCTGCACCCTTCACCCTTTGTCTGACTTTTTCTTGACACCTGCACACACACACTACAATGAGACCCCTCAATTTATCCATCACTGTCCCATCACAACACACTCACCGCACACCTGCTACCATGTGCATGGAGTCTTTCGAATCACACATGTCAGATATTGACGACCCCATGTAGATAGACAATGACGGGCCCTTAGACCTGACATTACACACAAAATCGGCAACACCGGTGCGTTCCAAGATGCATGGCCAAGATATTTGGCAACAAGGGTAGCCTTAGCTTCAACCACAGTAGCCACCAATGAGTCAATAGTCTCAGCATGTGCCGCAGTAGTCATAGAAATCACAGAAATAGTAGCCGTAGTCCCAGTATCCTGTAATGAGCAAACAGGATTGGCCACTCTCCAGTATAGCCATCAGACAAATCGATAGGCTTTTGGGCACAAATGTTTAGGCCAAAAAGTATCCGTAGCGAAACTATCACGAAAACAAGTATCCCATTCCCGAACCCATTTAGTTTTTCTGTGACTTGCCTTGGCCCAAGAATACTACCATTAGTAGCACCTAGTTTCGTCTCTAGAATCAGGAAATGTTCATAGAATTGGCTTTTGAGTCCGATGATCTCGTAGACTTTGATTGGCTCTAGAAGAATCCGGATCACTTGATTCTTTCGCTTGGAGAGCAAGATGAATATCCCATCATTGCGTGCAAAATGCAGGACAAGAAGCAGAATATGAAAAATTTTTATGTGTACATTATACACGGCAAGGATGGAAAGCAGGGAGAAGTTGTCGAGGGACCGTTTACTCTTGCAAAGTTTTTGGAAGCGATCGAGTTCGTAGCAGCATAAAAGCAAAATTTATTTTGGACACGGACTGAACCAAACTCGAAAATATTTTTTGTGTCGACAAAACTTTGTTCTGGTTTCAAAAATTTTTTATTTGTCTGCTCACTCAACAACGCTAGCCCCCCCTCGGAAAAAGTATAATGTTTCACCGTCACACATTTCTGACATCCAAACTCAACATTGCTCGCAACTACATGACCAATGCCAAATCAGTAATGCTACACATTGAATCCAACGACTACAAGTCATTTCGAGCAGTAATCGACAAAGAAACTCACCTTGATACGGCCGACATTGGCGACCTTATCAGATTTGCTCATGCAACGTAGACCATAAAGTCTGTACGATCTCGCATGGGATATTTGTTCCACGATGTCCATCAAAAGAACAATTTTATGGAAGAAACAATAGCTGCGTTGGCTACAGGTCTCCTTTTTGCACCAACACCTATTGGAAACATTGGATGCTACATGGGTTTATTTGCCACTTGGCTATGGAGAAGCGGTAGAATATTACGCAAAGGTTCAAGTGCATCAAGTTTCAACATGAGCAAAGAAGAAATGAACCAAATAATTGACCACTTGGACGATTTACGAGATAAAATTTTGCAGACAAAAGATGAATAAACTCGGGATGAGCAGTAGAAATCAACTTTTGACCTGTTACAAAAGTATTCACATTCAAACAACAACATTTACTTTCAAAAAATCAAATGGCTCAAAATCCAACATCAGCAAAATTTTTCTGGACATGTCCAGTAGCGGAGCGAGATTCAGCTATCACACAATCTCTCGATCTAGCTATCGCATGTCCTACAGAACCACGTTCGCTAAGGTCTGTCTTCTTCTTTGACGTCGAATCAACTGATCTTCACGGTTCGGCTTTTGGCTTTGGAGCATTATTTGCCCATGTACACGATGACGGCACAGTAGAAGTTATAGACTCCAATAAATGCTTCAGCAGGGAAAGCCATACCAAATGCAGTCAATGGGTTCGCGAAAATGTATTGCCTGTACTTGTAGGCAACATTACAGATGATGAATGGGTCAACAAGGATTTCGAAATGCGAGACCGCTTTTGGGGCTTCTTGCAAAAGTGCATAAAATCAAACAAGAATGTTGAAGTTTGGGCAGATGTCGCTTGGCCCGTAGAAGCAAAGTTTTTGTTGGAAGTGGTCAATGATGGTAATGGTCAACGTGATTTTGAAGGCCCTTACCCATTGAAGGACCTGTCTACCCTATTGCCAGTTGGTGAAGACCGAATTGTCTATGGTGGAGTCGAGGAGAAGTTGGGTCGCGTTCTCAGACCTCATGATCCATTGGATGATTGTTTGGCAAGCTTGTATGCTCTCAATAATGTTTTTATGATACTGAGAAGCAAATAAGCAATAAATATTAATGTATTACACTGTTTTACTTTTGAAATTCTTGATTGTTGCCTGAAGAAGCAGATGACGAAGAACTAGAACTGCTACTACTTTGACTGCTCAATAAAGATGAAGAACCAACAGAAGAAATGGAACCGAGTCCAACCAAACCTGCCAAAGGTTCAAAACTTGAAGAAAGTGAACCTGTTTTCAAAAGCGTCTTGATATTGTATGTTTCGGATGATACTTTGCCAACCTGTAACAGGGCCAAACAAACCATGTATACGAATACCATTATGCAAACGATGGCTGATTTTGTGTTCATTTTTTGTAGCAGCGCCAAGAAACAAGCTTCTGTTTTTTTGATATCTACAACTGGAAAAATTACATTATACTTTAACTTCGTTCTACCAAATACAATGCAGCACTAACAGGAGCCAAATATTTGACCCAATTCCACATGACATAGGCCCCAACTGCTCCGCATCCATACATGGTACCACGCCAAATTGCCTTGCCAATTTTTTTGGTTGTTGTTTGCCGCACCAGCGAGTCTTCCGACAGTGAAGAGTAGCATCCGTAGACTGAACCTGCTGCAAACAACAGAATGGCTGTAGGTCCATGCAGATAAAAGTCGTTGGTGTTGCTCACTTGATAGGATAGTGCCTGCTGATTTGAAGATAACGCCACTTCCAACTTGGACTTGTTCAATTCATATTCCATCTACTTGGTCAATAAACTATCAATCAATGCAGAAACTTCTCTAACCACCTTGCCCGGCACATGCAGTGAAACATTGATATTGTCCAAAGAAGAAATGTCCGATTCGATGCCGTTTGCTGTTGCGGCCATAATTGTGGTAGATTCAACGAGATTCTGGGCAATGGTGTTGATTTCGGTAGTTGACATGGTTTAAGTAGGGTAAAGGTGTTTTTTCTTTTGGTCAAAGGGCTAGACTAAGGGTGATTGCTGGAAAAATTTTGTGTTCTCTCGTTTTCTGTTTTATTTTGTTTGCTGTTTGTCCTAGGTTCACTCAACATTCTAGTCCCTGATTTCAAACAAAGTGGCAATATCATCACCAAACATGGTCCTCAAATACTCAACACTAAATATGGCCGCAACAAACTAGCACAAATTCTCTTTGGAACTAAAGAATTGATTCTATTGCATCAGAGCAATTGCCGAATCAAGCACATTGGTCACCCAAATTTTGAAAGGCATATCAAAGTTGGCATACATCAACATTTCGCTGAGCACCTAAATCATATCTCTTGCATAAACAGGAATATCATAGAAGCTAAGATGATCCAAATGCTTCTATCTCTTTAAACCAGCAACCAAGTCGTCCATAGTATACGGTTCTTGAATACCTTTCATCTTGTACATCATATCATAAGGAACATCGATATGCTCTGCAGTACCATGTGTGGCAAGTCCAAAATCGATAATCTTGATCATAAAGTTATTCGTGTCGATTCTGTACTTTCTGCCGCACACGTTGTAAACAAAGGAATTTCTATCGGCGTCACCTTGTGTATCCTTGTTCATGGGCAAAGTAACTATAACATTCCTTGTACCCAAATCGTTGTGAGTAATGTCCATCTCTTTGGCCAACCATGCAAGTGTCATGAGAATTTGCAAGGTAATTTTTAATGCATTTACGGTGTCAATGAAAGTAGTCTGGACAAGTTTCTCAACTGACACAAGTCCACTCTCCATAAGTTCGATATTTGTACCAACGTTGGCACTTGTAACATCATCGCAAGAACCGAAATAAAGTGCAACGAATGGCATCTCTTCGTGCTTCATAGATACATAGTTCCACAGGTCGATTTCATTTTTCAAATTACGAACGGTTCTTTCGTTGTCGTATTTCTGGTTTTTGACGGCCACGTTGTAAGTCTTGGCATTTTGAGGCAATGTAACGGAACCTCTGTAAACACTGCCATACGCACCTTTGCCGAGTAAATCTTTCTATTCATCGTAAGTGACAAATGTTGACAGACTATCCTTGTTACATGCAAAGGGCGTCACACCGGGTGAAGTTGTAGCAGGCATGCTAATATTGCGTTGCATAACGAATTGTTGCAGACTTTTGAGTTCGTGTTCGTTGAGAAATTGCAGTACGGGTTTTTTGACCACAGATACTTTCATGCTTTCATCATCGGGATCGACATTGGTGGCCAAGTGGGATTGTGGAATCTGCGTCTGCTGCTGCTGAACAGGTTGAACAGCAACTTGTGGTGCATTTGGATTTGGCTCGAATGAAACCGTTGGTGTAGGTTGCGGTGGTGAACCAAATTCTTGCATAAATTCATCGTAGTCTTCAATGTCAGAATCGTCGCCATACTGTTGATGGACAGGTTGTGCTGCAAAATACACGTCTTCTTCGGGAAATGGCTCAATGGGATAGTCTTGGCCTTGTTGCTGCTATTGTTGGTGCTGTTGATACTAAACGTTGGGAATCATATTATCGAGGTCGGACTCCCAAGGTAATCCATAGGCCGAACCTGAAGGTTGTCCGATAAGGTTGTCGAATTCAAAGTCTGAGTCGTCCATCTTTTTTGTCTGCTGTCTGTCTGTCTGTTTTTTTACGGTTGTCGCGTGCTTTTTATAATTGAACAAGGCAAAATGTTGACTGATGGTGTAACACGGTCACGCAAAAAAATAAAAACTATTTGTGTTTGTTCAACTATGCCATACACACAGAAGCACCAAAAATAACAAATGTCGTCAAGTTCTTGTGGGCAGCGAACATCGCGCGTGTCGACTGTCACAGCAGCAAACACGACACAGGCCCCAAACAACTTTTGCAGGCGCAGCCAACAAATTTTTTTCACCTTCGCGACAGCCCCCCTTCTGCCTCTTTTTTTCTTTTTTCTCTCTCTCTCTCACTGTCACTCTCACACAACCCAATACTATCATACCATGGACATTGCCACAATAATCACAAAATTCGACTCAATCCACTCATCACAAAAATCCATCATGAACATGCTGCTGCAATTCTTCATTTTCGCTACGCCCCAATTAGGCTAGCAGCACTACAGCATATCACCAAACATGCTTCTTCGCGTCGTTCGCATGGATCTCACTGGTTTGGTCCCGATTCCAGAAGATCAATGGTGCGACGATGATGAACCCGACTTTGAAGAAAGTGCCATTGACGGAATACCGCGGCGCTGCAAACTACGATGGTTGCCCAAGTTTAATCTCGATAGCGCCGATTTATTCCATCCCTAGCTTTACGTATAGTACCCAGCGTTTCCTGTTACCGTTGACGGGCAAAAGGAGTGCATTTTCTGGCGATTGAATGACGGTTTGTCAGAAATGGCGCTTTGCAGCAATTTACCACTGTCCGTAGAAGGCGGCAACAAAAAACGCATCACCATGAAGACACAAGACATTATGAAATCAAAAATAGTTAAGCGCGATAAACCCAGTCGCATCGAAGAAAATAGTATCAACGATTTGATGGGCAACAAGATGAGATACCTAAATATGGAATTGAATCCGTAGGACCTGTCCATCTTGTTGAACAACAAATTTCTGACCAACCAAAAGACCTTTGACGATATAGTTGGTCTCGACGAAGATATTCACAAGGATGGCATTCCACTCATGCTCGGCATGCTCGATCAGATATTTTACGTGCTCTATCATCATACCGACCCGGCGTACGAACTGAAACAGGCCACAGTTTAGCTTGTTTTGGAAATTCAAAAGTTGGGCTTGCTCAGACTTGGTGACTTTAGAAATATGGTCAAGTGTTTGTTCATGAAATCCGTACATGACGACAAACCACAATCGCTACTCGCTGCCATCAGAGCATGTGTTATAGAATATGTCACACCGCGATTTCAAGGACTTGATGCTGATTAGCAGTTATAGTTGTTGGAATTGTAGCTTATCAAGACCGATGCACAGTTGGATGGATTTTTGACGTTGCCTTTTCCACAAAAGGAACATTGGATCTGCTGTTTCCTCAGGTATTTTGCCAACAAGACGGTTTAGCGCAGTTTGGCATAGTTGTGGTATTATGAGATTGACAAATTTTAGGTGGAAGCGACGAGCGCGTTTTAGAGCGGATAGACCGACATTTTTTAGGGTCATATTTTGCAGGATGGTAAAAAGACGCTAGAATATATGCCCAGAGGTGTGCCCGTAAAGAATGTATCGACCAAGTAGGAATTGGAGCAGCGTGAAAAGAATGCTGATCAGTGGCTTGAGAATATGCTCAGAAGAATGGTTGCGGTGCCGAATGATCATCCTTCTTTGTAGTAGATGGATGATGTTCAGGAGACTGCTCTCATTCCTGTTACTGTTACCGAAGAACAGGTGCAGGTGAGTGCTGCTGTGGAAAGAGTTGTTCCGGAATTGACACCGGATGAAGATGGTGATATTACCATGACAGATGCTAGCAAATCTGATTATGGTGAAGACAATATGAATGATGACGACACTGGAGATGAGGAGGACGATGAGGAAGACGAGATGCAGAAATTCAGGAGAATATAGGCAGAACTCATCAAGTAGCAGGCTCAGGCAAACAAGGCTTGATAAATGTTGTATGTTGTATTTGTTGTGTTTATGGTTTGTTTGTGTTTGGAACACGTAATTTTGGAAGTTGAAGGGCCCGTTGAGATTACTTTTTTTGCGAACGCCAAAACCAACCGACTTTCTCGTCAGCCAACACAGCAGCACCCCTTGTATTCATATTTTTTTTCGATCATCGCACTCACCCGCCACTCGCACTCACCATTCACAAAAAATATGCAAACTCAATACGCATTTATTCCGCCACAACCCAAGCATTTTAGCGCGAACCCATTGCTCACTGCCATTAGTACATCATCGTCTTTTGGCAATTTTGGTTCCACCGCCGCCACAACCAAAATTCCTGTTTTGTCGACGCTATTATTACAACAGCAACAATAGTAGAACCAGCTACCGCACGATCATCAGATCCAAATTGTTGATCAGGTTCAATAGCAACAGAATCAACGGGTCCAACAGCGGCAATAGTTGGCATATCAACCGCAGTATTAGTTTCCAACTGCTGCTGCATCGTCATCTTTCGCACAGCAATAGTCTGTTTCCATACTTGATACTTTGCTGGCTAGTCACAGAAAACAGACGCCCCAATAGCAAAAATAGCCGCTGAAAAAACGGAAACTGGACCAAATTAGCACAGCAGAAAAGGATGCTGCTGCCGTAGTTGAACCTCATTCCGCTATTGTTGGACATGTTTAGAGCGAATAGGATGTCGAAAATGTTTAGAAAGATGCTGTAGCAACAATATTACCTAGCGCCGACAACACCAAAGAGTCAAAATCGACAACCACAGCTGAACCTGTTAAACCAGCAGTCCTTCGCAAACATGCATCGACCAAATAGTTGGCAGTTGATGAAACCATTCGTAGGACCAATGTGTAGCGTAGTGTTGAGGTGTTGTCGCGTTTTCTGCCCATAATGCTTAGACTAAGACCTCAGCAAAAGTAGTAGCCTGACGCGAAGAGAGCCAAAACGAGTAGTAGCACCGATAATGATTATTTATTGTTGGGTAGGATCATGCACCTGTCGAGCGACGAAATCATGCACGCATCGGGAGGCAAACTGTTCGATATGCGCATTCTCGGACAGTATCCGTTGGGTTCGAACAAGTTGTGGAATTTTGTCACTACCATGTCGTCAGAAATGTTGCTTCAGTCTGGAACCTATCATAGCAACAAAAAGTACATGGCTTCACATGACAAGTCTGTTGAGAGAGTGCGCACGAATGGACACGAAGATATTGCTTACATGAGTTTACAGGGCATTTGGTATCCGCTCAACAAGTTGATGCCTGAAAATGTCAGGGTTGGTATGGATTCGTTGTAGTAGCATCTTGGTATTGATGACACCGATACTTTTGACCAGGTTATTGAGTTTTTGTGTGACACTTATGGCTTGACAGGCAAGGCCGTAGTCGAGCATGGTCGACAATTGGATTCTACAGAATCTGCAATAGCCACGCCCAAGTTACCTAGCATTAGAGTTGCCTTGTAGTAGCACTTTGGCAAAAAGTTGACAATCAAAATGATCAATTCCATTTGCATGTTGCCCATGCCTTGCAACGAAGAGGCAATACGAGTTTTTACGGACCAATTTACTTCGGATAGCGTAGGTGATGCTGCATCTGCCATACATCCTTTGTAGACTCAAGAAGAAAAGACTTGTTTTGAGCATCTGAAGCAGTATGGACGAAGAGTGGATGTTGATTAGCCGTTTGCCATTATTGATCGCAATCTTTCGTAGGAGGAGGTAACAAATTATAGGGATACTTGGACAAGGTTGATGGCAGAAAAGAAGAACACGAACCAATAATTGTAAATATATACCCCTTTTGACATTATATTTATTCAAATTTATATGGGTGATTTCGGGTCCAAAGCAAACCTCCCAACACAATTATAAAATTGCACCGGATACATGCAAACTGTATTTTCCACCCGGCATATATATTACATTCTTTCCATCTCTGGCAATGATTTTTTGCCCGTCGCAGATCATCTACATGTCAAACTTGTTGTTGTTTTCATCAATGTCAAGACTATCGATTTTGCCTATTACAACGAATAGATTATTGCCCATTATCAAGTTGATAGTAAGTGGCTTGTCGGCAACCAACTGATCCCTTTTGAGGTTTACTTTGACATCAGTCAACGGTGCTCTGTACTACTCATTTCCTTTTACATATACAATCTCGCCTTTGCCGTTATTCTCGAACACTACAGGAGGGTTATCAACACAGATATATTGAGGAGTGTTTTCGAACAAGTTGGCAGGTACATTTTGGGCCTTGACAATGTATTTGGTTCGCTCTGGCTGATGAGAATGCATTGAAATGTTGTGAGCAATGGGTGTAAAAAGTTTTGTTTGCCGTAAAAAATCTGAGAACGTGTTCACTTCTTTTTTTTACTTTATCAAAGCATCGAACCAAACTAGATTCTGTGTTCTAATAACAAAAAGCTTGTTTGTCACCCACTCAAAAAAAACATTATGACTACCACCGCAGACGTCAAGACTGTAATTCTCAAAAAACTGATGGATCATCTGTCCGGCCAACGAGATAGTGAAGGATTTGTGTGCACGAATGCCTATTTGGAATCTCAAGATCCCGAAACCAGATTTTGTACTGTTCATGCTTTCAATGCTATCATGGGCAGAGAAGTTATAGGTTGCGAAGATATGTTCAATTACGCTCGACAGGTAGCAAACGATCCTGTTCGTGGTAAGGTGTACAAGGATGCATACGATCCCGTTAATGGTTTCTTTTCAAGTGATCTCATCAACGAGTATCTTAAGGATCACCATATTCCCTATGTTCTTGCTACAAAGGGTTAGATTCCCGATGGTCTGTCCAAAGAACGGGTTTTGAGTCAACTTGACAATATGTTGCTCAAGAACAAGATTTACAGAGCCATGTTACTTCGCTTGACACCTGTCCCGCATGCAATGGCATTGTTGTACAATCACGTTAGAGGTCAATGGTGTTTGGTAGACTCATTGTTACCGTTGCCTGTTCCGTTGGACATGAATTCTGATGTCGAGTGGGAAACAATGGTTCACGGTATTGTTAGAGGCTTGGTTCCTTTTGTTCCAGTTGTTGAATATGGAGGCGTTATTGATGATGATGATGATGATGACTAAGTTGACGACCATAGCCAACCAGCGAAGTGAGCAATAAAAAAATATTTTGAACCCCAAGAATTTTTTTGAACCAAGTTGGCAATCTTGAACCTCCAAAAATTTTTGGTCAGTCCAAACTTTTCTAAAAATTTCTGAAACCTCTGACCTCCAAAAAAAATTCTAAAAAGTTTTGGACCACCTTCCAACTTTCAAAACTTTTTTTAGGACTTACTTTGTTGCAAAAGTTGTTGCCACCAAAACCCAAACATATACTTCTCAACCAACAACTTGTTCATGAACATTAGCATTGCCGACGCACTTTTCATCAACGTAGAATGTGACACTGAACTGGTCGAACACTTCAAAAAAGAAATCGAAAAGGCCAAAGAGTCAACTGAACCCTATTTCATCTCTTGCGACGCAGAAGTATTCGACAAATTGTATGATGATTATCAACCTCGAAAACGTTGGGGGGCTGAACATGCCAAGTTGCGCAAGATTGTACACATTCTCTCTGAACAATAGGGTCTCTACACTCGACGTGTTAGCCGGTTGGTTCACTATTGGTGGCCGGAGGAATGCAATTGCCCAATATCACAAGAAACAGAATGGGATCTTTGTTGTTTTCACGAGTTTTGTAAAATGCGAATATACATGGATAGCGATGATGAAAGAGATGCTGTTAGATATGAATACGGAAAGTTTGCGTTTACAGGTGTCGAAGTAAGCACTTAGCCATTGAAGCGAACAAGAAAGGAACGACGACAAAAGAATAACAGAAAAGCAAGGGACAGATTCGAGATGAGCAAGTATGAACCCCGACCATCATCTTGGGATTACCTGAAAACAAAGCTACCAAATCTGGAGACTTCTGTGTTCGATGATGTAGATGTATTTGTTGACCAATAAATAATAACCATGGTCAGTTGTAAACAATCTTTTACTTATTTTACATGCTTCATACCTTTCATACAACAATGAAACCGCAAAGTTATGCACACGAATTCAAACTTGTTCATGTAAAGTTAGCATACAACATGAACGACCTGACCAAGGAAGAAATACGAATGTGGCATAGAGTTTTGTAGCTGGACTCCCATAGCAACGTGGACTTTTTCGACGAAGACCAAGATTACTATTGGGGAGAAATCATGATTCGAACATGGGAATGGACCCACAGTGGCAGAACGGATTATCTTATCGACATGAACGCTTGGCCCGGTGACAATGAAGCCGGTCTGATATTCCTGAATGGTCAGGAAGCAGTTATTAGCAACGGTGACTAGTCTTTGTATGTTTTGGAAGATGTATATAGTGATAAATTACATGCTCGTGTTCCTACTTTACAAAAGTTGAGGTTGGATAATACTGACGATGATAGCAGTTGAACAAAAATAATATCAAGTTTTTTGGACTCGACTTGGTTTGCAACTCCAAAATAATTTTTGGACCTGCTCGAAATTTTTTGAGACACAAATTTTTTTTACTCTGTTGCGAAAGCTGGACCAACAAGCAAACACAAAACTTTTCGAATAACTGTACAACAACGAATAAATTATGACAACAAGATTTACATGACACATATTACCACCATTGCTACTGATAACCACCAACCTGACTTGACATCACATCAATAACATCCTGATCCTCCATGCCATAGTCACCCGGGGTCTTTTGCTCTTCGAGACGGGTTCCATCGAACATGAAGCGCACTGCATTCATTTTGAGTCCTTGACGAGTGCAAAAGTTTTCAAAGAGTTTCTTGAGCAGCGTGGTAGGCTTGACCCTGAAGAATATTTCTGCGCCTTCTTGGTGCTTGACGCGGATATTGATATATTCGCTTGGCGGTGCCGATGATGCCCCGGGAATGACTGATTCAGCGACCGGTTTGGAATGTGTGGCCTAGGAATTCATGGCAATAAGAGCAGCAGCATGAGCGATTTGAGCAGCAGCCTGAGGAAGTGGTTCTTGATGTTTTGATGGCGAAGAGGTGGGTGTTTGAGGAGCAGCATAAGGCGTAGCGGTATTGGGCTATTGAGGAGTGTCAGACATGGTTTTTGAGTGTTGTGTTGTTGAGTGTTGGCAGAGGAAGGGGTGAGAGTGGCTGAGAGGAAAATTGTTTGTTTGTTGAGGGGCTCTGTTTTGGAGGGGGAACGAGAGACTGCTATTTGTAGGCCCCAGTGTTCATGTCAAGTTCTGGTGTCAAGTTCTCAAGCAGCGAGTTCCAAATTGACACGACAATGATACTTGACACACGTATTTAATTCAATACTAACATAACTGCTAAAAGGTTCATTGTTTATTGGCATACATTACATCCGTGCGCATAACATACTTTTCCGTAGTACAAGGAGCACCCGAGTGAATCAACGGATGAGCAAAAATGAGACAGTCACCCGCGACAGGCTAAATGGACATTTGAATGTAGTCATTTTCTTTTTCTGTTCCACTATGACCATTTCTAAATACTTCAGGACTGTAAAAGTTGGTAGCACCTCCTGATTCTTGGGGAACACTGTTGAGATAAAAGAGTACAGTCAAGAAGGAACGCTCATTGATTTTCTTGACATTTCCATCCGGTAACACCTAGTCTGGACGAACATATGCACCATCCTAGTGAATCTTGAATTGCTAACCATTGTTGTATCTATAAAAGCGCAAACGTTCATTGAAGCCGGTAATGCCAAAGTTTCCGAGACCCTTGAACTGACCAATCTGTCCTGCTGTTTCGGGCAAAAAAGATTTGACTCTATCAAACAACTGTCGAGCAAAATTGGCATCATCCACAATAATACGGTCATTGTCACGTTCCGACTTGTTAATCTTGTAAACGCCATCTCCAATAGTAATGGTTGCTTCAGAAAATCCCTGTTCTTCGGCCCATTTGATGTAGGAGTCACATTCTTTGAGGTGAAGTGCATTCTTGACGAGCCATGCTTCACTGGGAATGAGTTCGTAACATTGTCTCTTGTTTCTATCGGTAGTGGTGCCGGTGATTGTGTCGGCTGCTTCTGGCTAGTGTTGTTGTTGCATTTTGTTTGAGAAAGTTTAGGTTGTGCTGTGTATCGTGCCTTTGGACAAAATTATTTTTGTTGTTTGCGTTCAGAAAAATATAAAATGGCAAGGACGTTATAAATTATTCGAGATCAATAAAAAATATTTTACAATAATTTACGTACAATCCCAACATCATCACAATCACATCCATTCCATCATGTTGCCGCTGCTAGATGCTGGATGTTTTCCTACAATTTTAGACATTCCCATTCCTAAAAAGCGTTATTTTTTAGGGCCTCTTCCATGTCCTGAATTTTCATAGCCAACAAATGATTCTTCTTTCGAACATGTCAAAGTTGAATCTATCCATACGTTGCCATTTGACACCATAATCAACATACTTTCATACATGGACACTTCTTTTTGGCCACTGACAGTCAAAAACAGATGGCTGAAACATCCAAACACTGGCGACTTTATTCAGGTGACCAATCGTGTTTCCTACGATTTTAGGCAAGATAACCAATACAAGAATGGAAATGAGTTACAAGCCTATGAAAAAGTAATACTACTACTCAAAACACCTACCATAAAACAGGTTCATGTATGTTTGCCAGACATGGGACCAAAATTTACCTTTGAAAATCTCAGGTTACAATTACCTTGCATGTAGGATAATCCAGAATATATCGACGACAGAAGCATTTGGATTTGTGTCAGAAATAATGAAAATGATGATATGTATACAGCATTCAGCCTTTTATGTGACGACGAATTTTGGATAGGTGGATTACAGGCAGATTGGGACCCTGTCATAGATGGTGATGATCCTTGCCCCTCAAGTTTTTGGAATCTGAGATATCCCAAACACACAGATATAAACGAGTGACGAATTTTCATGCAATGTAACGAAACAATGTCATACGTATAATGGATACAGAGTAAAAACTAATAAATTGCCGCATGATGAGTGAGCGCATTTTGTTTGGTCAAGTTTGCGTTTGTCAAGTGTCATGACGATCAAGGTTCCTATGGCCAACGAACAACAAAGCCAAAACATTTTTCGCCTCAGCCTTGCTCCTTCACCCTTGCCCCTTTGTTCAACACAAACCCAAAAGCAAACAAATGACCACCCTTAGTCTCTCATGCCATTAGTACCGTCAGATCAACCTCTCGGTTATCCAAACCAAACGGACACATGCCATGGTCATTGATCTCTGTGACAGTGATGACGACGAAGTCGAATTTATGGGCATTTTTCGCAGTGTCATTGACATTTCGGACGACGAATCTGAACCACCAATGTCACCTCAGCCTCCTGCCAAGAAGCAAAAGGTGGGAACCTCGGATACCTCTGGATCTGGACCGGTTGTAGCGCAACAGGCCGTCGCTGTCGAGCAACCCAGAAATGAGAAGCGTCAACAAGACCAGCAACAGGCAATGGAAATTGATACCGAGACCACACCCGAACCAAAGCGTCAAATTGTTCTTACCACTAAAATGGTCAAGGCCGCTAAAATCACCAAATAGGACCACAAATACCTCTGCACCTTTGAAGCACGTGCTACCAGACGCTTCGGCACAAGATCTCAGTCCATGACCCCAGAAGAGCAGCAGGTTTATTTTGCCACCAAACCAAAGATGGACCACTATGAAGCAGGTCAAATGGACGATCCAATCTTTTGGGAAGAAATGTATGATGATACTCCCATGCTCGGCAGCGGAAATGTGCCCAAGAAGGTGCGCATTGGTTCAGAGTATTAGGCTGTAATTCCACCTTTTTGTGCCCAGTAAATAATTTGATGTAATTTTTGTTGTTGCTACTGTGACTGGCTGCAAAAAACGAACGCTAAAAATAGGACACAATCAATTTTTTTATATTTTTTTCACTTTGCCTAGCCCTCCAAAACAGCCCTTCAACAAACAACTTTTCCTCTCAGCCAGCAGCCCCCCTTCTCACCCTCCTCTCTCACAACCAACCATGAACCACTCACCCAACACCTCTGTCACCGCCGCCTCATCCAAGCAACTCAAGCAAGAATCAATCGCACTCATTTACTGCGACGTCACAGGCACCCGACCATCGCTCAGGCCCATCACAATCTCGTTTCGCGAAAACCCTGCCGACTTGAACCTCACCGAAAAAAGGCGTCACAATGCTTTGGTTCATGCACTCAAGAGTCTCATTGATCCCAGCAGAGATGAAAATGATGTCGATTTGGTGCTGCTCCAATCAAGAGACAGGCAATTTCTGGTGCTATCCCAAGAAGAGTGTCTCATGTTTGGCAACACCTGCACCAACAAGGCCTTCAAGACCGCGACCAACTCTCAGTGCCCCGAAACCGTTTTCGGACCCTGTTATATTGTCAAACTGGTATACAATGGTGGCAATGGCTCTCCGTACATGGTTGACTGCACGGCCCACGATCTCGAAATTTTTGGGCAGTCTTGCAGGCAGGTGAACTTTATCAACAGGATTGCAAATCTTTGATTTGTGCAGAGGCATATTAGTCAATATGTAAATGTAAATTTGTATTTGCCCAATGTTTTGACACGTGAATGTGTATGTTGTTCTTTTTAGTATTGGACGTGACCAACGATTTGGTTCCCCGGGACATGCGGTCGTTGAATTTCGCTTCTCTGTTGTTGCTTTTTGCTTTGCCGGATAATGGTAATTTGCTTTTGGACTTGCTTTGTTCTTCATGGTAACTCGAAATTGAATATAATTCTGGAACCAAAGGTGAGTTGTCAATGTTGTCGACGCATGGTTTGTTAGGTTCAATAACGGACGGTTCTTCCTGAACATGTTCAGCAGCGCAGCGAGAACCAAATGATCGAACCTGTTCGACAGCATCTGTATGAATTTCGAAATTATGAACCTCTTGCGGACTGCTGTGCCAAAATACTTGACCCAATCTTTTGTCCAAGACCAAAAACCTATTGTTGCTTGCATAAAGGTTGAATATTCTTTCAAACTGTTCCAAACTTGAGTACATGTCCGAAAAGTATTTGTTGTAAATCTGTCTTCTCTTTTCTTCGTTCAAAGTGTGCGCAACAAAAACAAAATCGACCGCATTGGCTTGTTCAAATATGGAATCCACAAATATAAGCACGCTAATACCAGACATGTTGCATCCGTTGCAAAGTAAATGGTCACATTGATCACATTCAATCACCATACTTTTGGTTTCTTCTGGATGGTTCAAGTGTTTGAGCAACAGTGGAACAATCTAAGCGTGTTTAAGCTACCCAAAGGTTATACATTCTTTTGGAACATAGTTTTCCAAGATATGGTCACTTTCTTTCGCTACACCAACGATCAAATGGTTCAAATGATAGTTGGTCTTTTTGTACAAGTGATGAATTAGTTCTAATTGTAGACTGTGATTCGTAGATATGGGACAATGGTCTTCAATGACCAGAACTACACTTCCCGCAACCACATTGTCCATATCAAATCGAGCAACTTGTGTCATGTGCACCATATGATATTAAAAAATCAAAACAGATTATTATTTTTACTTTCATGTGACAACAAATTCCAGATTTTACCAATTCATGTCCTTGTTCGACACTACTTGATTGTTGTCCTAAACTGTAGCAATCGCCCAACCAATTTCAGGCTTGATGGTTCCTGTCTCTTGGTCCTGAGATGCACCTACAAAACCTGCAAAGAATCTAAGCGGAATCTCCTGTCCCAAATACTCCCACAAAACAGGAGCACTGCTGATGGCATTCTTGTAATTAGCCACATTATTCCCCCAACTACCATCATTTCGATAGAACTTTCCGTTAGTATCAACGAGATAAGGGAAAAAGGCATTGATACGACCGCTGACATAGGGACCGCCGCTGCCACCTTCAAGCTTGTAAAAGTTGCGCCAGAAGTTATGGTCAACCTCGCCAAATGATGAAGCGTCTACGAATTGCTAAAGTGCAGGTAACAACTTTTGAGACCAGAACTGCAAATCGTTGCCAAAAAGACTCAACAACTTTTCTGCCTTGTTCTTGAGTTCGACCCAATCTTCGGCAGTGCCCAAAAGTGTAATCTTGGGAATACCACATCTGGTTCTCAAAACATAGTTGAAGTAATTTTGCATCATGTCCATCAGATAAACACGATTCGCAATCTGTTCAACTGGACCCGTAGTCGAAAAGTTACCATCAATGAGTTGACACTTTTCTTGGCCTACATGCTTTTCGATCTGGGTGCCGAATTCTCTGACCACACCTTCCCAGTCATTGTTGGGTGAGTCCAAAATAAAGTTGTCTCTATCGACTACAAGTTTCTCTTTGCCCTAAAAGTTGACGAATACGTTTCTGTACTTTTCAGCATTGCCGGGTTGGGACATATGAGCACACACGCCTTGGACGACCAGGGACCAAATGGCATCGGGTGAAAGAGCCAATGGGTAATGCTCGGCGTATGCAGTATGTACAGTCATGATAAACAAATTGTCATTGAGATTGCTAGACAGCTGAACCAGTGGCTTTTTGAACTGCATTGCTTGCATTTGCTTAATGGTTTGCTTGTGCGTCTTGAGCAACACTTGTTCCAAATAGGCTCCCAAACATTCTGGTTCAAATACGGCAAGGCGTTCGGATTCAACGGCCACATCATCAACATCAAAGGTAAAAGGCATGGTTGGTTTTCCGGATGAACGCGTGACTGACATGGACTGCAAAAGTTGCTATGTCCACTTGTCCATAGTGTTGGCTTCCAGCTTTTTGACGCGATAGGATGAATATAGGTTCAGTCTGAATGATCTGGTTGCTTGTCTCAGAAATTCGCTCTCTGTCATTGCATTGTTGGGCGTAACGACAAAACCAACGTCCTACTTGTTGAACCACTGACTCGTATTGTCACCAATGGCAACTTCATAAATTGCAAACAAATTGTCAACACCATCCCATTGTGTGAGTTCTGTGGCTGTTTGAAGACTTCTAACTTGACACTTTCTAACAATGAGTCTAGACTGTCGAACCTTGGGATTTTCATGAACATTCTTGTATGCCTCAAAATATTGTTCGATGGACTTTTGGGTGGCTGCATCTTCTGACGCAACAACCAATTCGATGAAATCGCCTGCAGTGATCCAATAAATTACTTTGGCAGTGCTAGGTGGAGGAGGAACAAAGAAAGGATCTACGTAAATGTCGTGATGTGGAGTGGATATGTTGCTATTGCTGTTGTTGGCTTGTGAAATCATTTGGACGAGATATGTTTATGTTTGCAAAGATGATGATTGTTTGTTGTTGTTGCAAAAAAACAAGTCGTGTGTAAATATTTTATTCATGTTGGTGACCCAGACCGTAAACAAATATTTTTATATATATCTTGTTGGTCGGCTGATTATATGTATATGTGGGCAAGCATAGATAATCGAATGACCAAACTCAAAAAAACGAACTATGGGTGCGCGAACACAGCCAGTCGTGATCAAGTTCCTTGTTTGTCGCACGTCACGGCAGCGTCAAGTTTGCAGGCGCCCAAAACCCCCCTTCCAGCAAACAACTTTTTTTTTCGCACAGCCTCTTCTCACCCTTCAATTTTTTCTTGCACCACCCTCCCTCTCACTCACAACACCCTTCTCTTACATCAACAAATCGATCATGCCAGCCAAAAAACAAAAATACCTAGACTACAAGATCAAAATTTCAAAACAGCCTTTACAAAAATATTATTTTGCCGTTGACATGGAAGTAATTACTCCGGCCTCGGCCAGAAAAGTTAAGATCGGATCGCATGTTTGGAATCATTTAAGCGACGATGCATTGAGATGGGTTATAGAAAATGAGAAAAAGCACTCTTCATCTGTAATGCTTACGGAAGAATAGTGGAATGATCTCGATATGTAGTCAACACCGGCAGCACCACCCGCTACCTAGCCTAGCCGTCGTGGTATTAGCAAAAACAGTAAAATGGCAACCAAACCTGCCACCAAGTAGTAGAAGTAGTAGAATAAGAAAAAGTAGCATCAGGACGCTGAAATTAGCGATTCGATGTCGGACGATGAGCATAGCGAGGACGAGATTCCCGTAGCGAAACCAAAGAAGACTAGAAAGCCGACCGCTGCTGCCAAGTCGACCGCATCTGCTGCTGCTACTGTTAGTGCCAATACGAAGACTAGCAAGTAGACCAAATCACGTGGCAAAGGCAAGCGCGGCGGTAAATAGTCGTAGTCTGAACCCGATGAAACTTTGGATGAGTAGCCCGTTGTAGATTAGTTGGACGAGCCTGCTGCCGACACGCAACCAGTACCTCAGTCAGTCGACGACGATAGCATGTCAGACGATGAGGAAGACGAGTCACTAGACGAGTCACTGATGTAGCCCCTCGAAGAGGCAGATGTAGAACAAACTAGACAATTGTTCAAGGAATGGCTGTGTTACTTTGCCGGCGCGAGCGTAAACGGAAATCATCCAGTTCGTTTACCAATCGAGATTGTAAAGAAATTGATTCGCTATGTTAGATTTTAGAAGATGCACAAGGGCAACATTAGTGAAATATGCAAGGAATTCGATATTGAGGGCGGCGATTGCACCTTGGAACACTTGTTCGAAATGGGCGTGTTTCTTTGGACCAGACTGGATGAATATTCTATACCAGAGCCCTTGCTTCTCCAATATATGTTTAGAAATGGTCTCTAGATTGATGTCGACAAGGTGCATTAGAGGTTCCAAGAGCGTCAGGAGGAGACATATTCGATGAGTGAAACTGCGTATGGCCGCTACCAAAACCTTTACGACGATTTCATCGAAAAGGGTGATAACGTTAAAACGAACCCATCCGTTAATGACATCAAGACGTGTAAGATCATAAATAGCATCCCAGATGAGTCGATCCACAAGAATAGCTATAGCTACAAGGACGCGATATTCAGACTGAAAGCCGCAGTTTATGCCAAACTGTATGCGGACGGTGTGGTAAAGCCTAGCAATATGTCAGCCGTCCTTCCTGAATATAGCGATCCGGACGATGAAAAAGATGAGCCCATGGCCGATACCGGTGACGACTAGGAGAAGGAGCAAGAGAGTGCTGAGAAAGGAGCCGTTGGAAATGAATCCGTGGAAGTTGCCAGTAGCGAGATCAAGGAGAAGGCAGTCACCACCGTGGCCATGGAAGATGATACCGAGCAGCAGCTGGACTTTTGGACGATGGATGTGGATGATTTGACTACCAAATCGCGACGGTAAATGTAATTTATAAAATCGACTTGCTAGGTGTGCTTTGCCAATGTTGTTTTTCCCATTCACAAAACATTTTTCGATTCACATTTTATCAGCGCATTTGCGTCTTCGACCATCGAGCCAACTTGTCATTTTTATTTGCCACCCAAACACCATGTCCTTCATCAAAACACTGCCATTTGCCATTCGTAACATGATATTAGAGTGGTATGCAGAAGAAAAATAGCCATCACATTTGCCAACGACAGAGGTGGCAGACATGAAATTGTATGGTGTATACGTTGACGACCCATCCAGATTCATTTATCGCATGTTTCTGTAGCATCCAGAATGGACTTTTGAATTTGACTGGAATGGACGAGGTGCTAAATATGAATGTAAATGGATGTGGAAGGCCAAGTCCATCAAGTTTGTCATCAGAAAACCATTGGAAGAGCAAGAGATGCAAATGATTCACAGAATTGGCTCACGCATGTAGCAAGTCAATATTCATTTGAGTCCATGTAACTAGTCGATGTACTACGAAACATGGAAAAGTGTTTAGACCTGCATTACACTGTAGAAACAAAAGACTCGAATTACTTGCCGATATATTGACACAAACAATCCAGAAAAAGTCCAGATATTGGAAGAAATGTTGCAGGACTCGCGTATCAAAAATATTACAACCGCATACGATATTTACTTTGGCGTAAACACCAAGTTTGCATAGTTGGTTAGCAATGCGCCCTCAAGAACAAATTTGAGCGTAATGTTTTCGGGTCCAGAAAACGATGAGCCTATCCCAGAAGAAGACGACCACAAAAAATGGAACTCATTTCTGACTGCCCTGTCTCCAAAGATTGAATGGATCGGTTTGAACAATGTGCGCCAAAAGGTGCAGTTTTTGGAACAAGTTGTGCCGCGATTGTCCCAAAAGCAGTTTCGTATGATTTCCGTAGACTACCCTGCTTGGGACATGATAATACCACCATATTTTGGCAAGTTGGATATTCTAAAAAGCTTGTCCATAAAACTTAAGCTAACGAATTGGGCAGAATTTTTAGACAAAGGCATTTTCAAGGTGTTGGAGTTTATTGCGTCGCAGACCCAACTTTCTCTGCTCAAGATTACTATACAGTGTGAAGACCAAGAGAGTACGTTATTTCCTTCGTACTTTCGAATTGACTATGAGCAGTACCAAAAAGTCAAGCCATTGATTAAAAGTATTGTCGACAAGCGCGGTTCAACTGCAATAGACGTGAATGTATTGTTCAGGCAACCGGGTGGATACTCCACGTATGAATTTACGCTCGAAGAATTCTTTTTGCGGTCTTATAGCATCGAAATACGAAAACGAATAAATTGACAATAAATATTTTGTTTACATGGTTACTTGTGTTCAGATTTGATTCTTTTGGCATCAGGTGTCTAAACCACATGCCCACCAACATTATCAGAATCAATAGCCTATGCACGCTAACGCTTGACTCCTACCGTAGCTTGCTAAACAGGAGCAGGAGCATGGACCTATTCTACAAGACCGCGAGCATTCATCTCGGCAATACAACCAATCGCGTCACGGTAAAGAATGCGAAACGATGCAGTTGTGCCTACAGTGATCATGCGAGCAATTGGTTGTCTATCACATGTGCCTGCTTGATCCAACACAATCTATGTACCGAATCTTTTGGAATCCTGCTCCGAAACTACTTGTTGCTGCTACTGCTGCTGCTAATTTAGCCGGGACATGATCATGGCATGTCTCTGGAGAACCATTCGTGTAGATTCTCTGATGTGGCTATAAAAACCGGGACTAGGAACATGCTGCAAAATGTCAGACACCTATCCATGGGCCAAGTATTGCCAAGGTCTAAGAGTATCTGGATTTTCCATTCCTCTACGCAAAATATTGGAAAACTACGAATCAATATTGCGAATACTTTGAAGCACATTGTCGGGAAACTCGTGTTCAGGGGCTACCTGATTGAACACCACGTCTATCGTGCCAGTTGATAAATCTATCGAGGCAGTATCACCGTCTTCTGAAACAGGTCTCGATCCAAACTTGAGTCTGTAGTTTGTATTGCCACGGAGAGCAAATTGATGAACTACTTTACATGGTGCGGTAACAGACGCTTTGGGGTCAAATGATTGCCCTTTGGCAGGAATCCGTGTGCGCGATGAAAATCTGGGATGCTAGGTGAGCGCTTGGCCGTCTATAAAAATGCTAGCATCAAAATGCATATTTGTGGTATTGTATAATACTATGCTAAACTGCTCGCCGGGTGTTACTTCGCACAGATGCTATCGATCAAGATGAGTGTAGTGGATGCCGGAAAAGTTTCTATTGTCTGCTTCTGTAACGGGAACGCTAACATTGCGACGATTTATGGGTTTGTTGTTTTCGGAAAGTAAAAAGAATCCTACACTGCCTGATGTTGGTGAGTTGGTGAATTCGGCAGAGAAGCGCGCTATTGTGCTGCCGTGTGCGAGAGCAGATGGTTTGATGAATTGTGGCTCGAATACTTGTGATGGCTGTTGGGCAAATGTCGCAACAACAGGTGTATTCTGCTCTGATTTTATGGTGGCAAAGGATGACATGTGTGCGTTGAGGGTAAAGAGCAAGGGGTGTTGCGCGAAAAAAATGTGTTTGTGTTGGATCGCTGCGCAGTGAATGAAGGGGGGAAACGAGTGTTTTTTGCTTGTTGATGTTTGACACCTGTCAGTTCTGGTCAAGTTCCATCACGGCACAACGAGTTCCAAGAGTTTGAGTTCCAGTGCCAATGCCGTTCATGTTTATTGGAAACAAATGATATGGGTTGTATATTCTTTGTGTCAACCTTATGATGACGAGAAGGACATAAAATATTTTGGACCTATTCGATTTTTTAGGTCAGGCGTAAAAGCAAAATTTTTTTGAAACTTACTTTGTTGTGATAGCTGTGAACACCAAAAAAGTTTTGAAAGTTTGCTTGCCACAAAAAAAGTTTACTCCGTTGCAAAAGTTGAACTCCAAAAAAAATATCTGGCCAACCAAAAAAGTGCAGGTTCAAAATAAAAACTTGACCGAGTCACATTATACATAACTTTACTAGTCTGAACAATAATGTCCGCCAAAGCATTCCAACAATTAACACCCGACACCATTCACAAGTTTGTATTCAACGACCAATTGGCCGAAACTGTATAGGAGCATCTTAAGGACTGGGTCGTACTCGAACCTTGGCAAAAGATTGCCGTAACATGGATGGTCAAGAAGGAATTGAAGCATTTTCGTGGACTTGCACCATCAGGCGTAGCATGTGGTATACTGGGCCTGGCCATGGGCATCGGCAAAAGCCTTTCTGCGATGGCTAGTGCATTAGTTGCTGACCACTACATGCTACAAGAAACAAGTTAGCTAATGCCTACGTTGATAGTTTGTCCCCGAGTTGTTGTTCGACAATGGCGCAACGAAATCATCAAGTTTACGAATCTTGATGAATCCTAGGTTTTGACTTATACTTCTGATTTGTCAGGTGACCAAAGAAAGAAACTCGTAAGCAAGCAAAACCTTGTGAACAACAACATAAGGTTCGTCATTACCAACTATGATCTGTTGCGCAGTGAAACCAAAAAGATCAAGGTTCCCAAAAAACAGTCCGTCGAATTGACTAATGCTTTATTGACAGAATGTGGTCCCTTGTTTCAAATCGAGTGGCAAAGAGTTATTTATGACGAAGCACACATTGTCCGTAACGCAGAAAAGAATACTCGCGGCAACATAGCCTGCACTTTGATGCCTGCCAAGAGAAGATGGGCATTGACAGGAACGGCATTCAACAATTCTGTTCTTGATTTGTACGGCGTATGTAGAGTTTTGCATGCTGCACCCTATAACCAAAAACTATGGTGGAAAAAGAGAACAGGTGGATTGGCCGATACCGAACACTAGAAATGGAAAGACGAATACTATCTGGCCTACGGTCAAGAATTTCTCAAGTTACCACCCAAAACAGAAACATGGGTTACTGTCCCACTCAAGGGCAAAGACCTCGAAAAATATATTGCCATATTGACCGAATCCGTTGAAGCCTACAAGAAATTTTGTCATGCCAACGATCCTGCCCAACGCTTTTAGGCATGGAATAATATTCTGTCCAAACTTTTGAAACTTCGTCAGGCCAGTTAGGATTCTGTTTTGACACGCGGTCCCGAATTTTGTCAGGCACTGAGACCACTGGCTGCAATTTTGGCCGACCCAGATAACGACAGACAGGACCATTGTCCACATTGTGCGAGAGAAATACAACAATGTCCGCTAGACGAACCTTATGAACCATGCTTTCATCAAATATGTACTATTTGCCGCAAGAATAACAAGACTGCATGTCCAATCTGTGAAGCGTTGACCATACACGAAAGAAATCCGATGCTTCCTTGTTCGGCTCGTGCGCTAACGGTATCCAAAGTCATCGAGAAGGAAATTGAGTTGGCTCGTCAAGAACAAAGGCCCATGAAAACTGTCATCTTTTCTCAGTGGACATCGAGCATGAATGCTTTGGAACCTGTACTTTACGAAAAGTTTGGCAACGATCCCAACATGAACATTGCTCGCATAGACGGTGCACTCAAGAATCTGGATGACCGTCAGATTATTATCGACAACTTTAACGATAGTCCCAAAGACCAAATTCTCATCATGAGTTTAGCCATAGGTAACGTTGGCATCAATCTGGCCCAAGGTCAAAGTGTCATCTTGTGCGACCAATGGTGGAATCAGGTTTGCGAGTCATAGGCCTACTCAAGAATCTACCGTCGTGGCCAAACCCTGCCTGTTCGTGTTTACAGAATGATATCAGACCGAGCCATCGACCAAGGTATCATTGCTCTCAAGGAAAAGAAGATGCGTCAAGAAATTGAATTTTTGGATACGACTGCACTCTACACTCAGATGAACAGTGGTAAAGGTGGATTGGGTTACGAAGAGGTTCACAGTTTATTTTCGTTGCTCAACAAGGAGTTGTAGGATTTGCAGACACTTTAGAGTCAACGTGCTGAACATATTCAGCTGCAGTCGAACAGGTTCGACCATTAGACAATAAATTGTCAGTTATAGATGGATGCAATGCAAAATGAGTTGAGTTCACTAACATTGCAACCTGTGTAGCAACAAAAGAAACAAGAAGCAACCAAGAAACAAAATATTTTTGGGCAAGTTTCGAAAAAATAAATCTTGAAGGTGCCCAAAAAATATTTATTTTAGAATTCGGGACAGACCAAACAAACAATTTTTTTCTGACCAACCAGAATTCAAAGATACAAACGTCAGACCTAACAACCCCAAAAAAATATACAAAGAGCAACATACTCCAAATAAATATCTTGTACAAGTTATAAAATCAGCTGCAACTTACCCAAACAACGACAACAAACAAATGGTTCTGCCCAACGCTAATAACAACAACGTGATAAATATTGGTATTCACAAGTTTGACCCAACCAAGATCAACATGCTCGAACGTCATGTTATATTTGCTGGCAAGCGTGCTACGGGCAAAAAAACTGTTATCAGGGACCTGCTCTATAAGCAATATATGTACTATGGTTCGCCAACGCGTGCATTATTCAGTTTTTACAAATCATCATCGTCGATGAAGGCCACGGATCATACCTTCTACGATGACAATATCAACATTGAGTGCAGGACCTTCGAATTCGATCCAGAAAAACATTTTGGGGAACTTATTGATTTGCAATGGGAAGAGTTCAGAAGAAATAATGCCTTGGTTGTTTTGCATGACGCAATGACAGACAAAATATCTTTAAGATCAGATAACTTTCGCAAAGTTGCTATGCATGGGCATCTTCATAGAATTGGCTTATGGAATTCTGTGCGATACTGCATGGACCTGGGCACGGATCTTCGTTCGAGCGTTGACTACGTATTCGCATTTCATGATTCTTCGCATGTTACCCGAAAGAGACTGTGGAAAGCCTATTTCAATATATTTCCAACTTATGAACAGTTCTCGGAAGCCTTCGATGCTTGTACTTCAAATTACGAATGTATGGTAATCGACTTGCAAGCAGCAGCCAAGTCTGGCAAAATAGAACACTGCGTATTTTGGTATCGAGCCGATCCGAACTTGCCTCATTTCTTTTTGAAAAGTCAGCCTGTTCCTTCTATGCAAAGTTAGTCTGCTGACCCAGTAGTCGACGAACAGAAAGACGATAGCGATGATGTTAGTGATGAACAGCAGTCTGCATCAAATGTGAACGTTGTTTTGCTTGACAGAGAAGATGCTGGTTCTGAACAATTGAATGACAACGCAGACGATGACGCAATGGACGAAGATGAAGACCTTCAACAAAAACATGTCCAAGCGAACCAACCTCAAAATATTCATATGCATCTTCATTTGCCCGCTGGTTGGAACAATACTCAATTTAGTTTCAACATGTAGTAAATCATCAAATACAACAATTATAACATTTACTTTTTGTAATTATTATTCGTCACAACGGCACTTTTCAACCTTGTAGGCCTTGCTAATCTCAGTAGAAATGTACTTCATGGCATCTTTGACACCGTGTTTGGCCTGGAGAGCCTTGAATTCATCGCCGCGCTCGGCCCATTGTTTCTTTACAAAAAGTGCATAGGCGCTAACCTTGCGGGTCTTCTTGAACACCTTGCGGCATGAAGAAGATTTGGCAGGCTCGGAGAGTTTCTTTACACCGCGAGCGCAGGATTTGGTTTTGGATGCTTTGGAGGTCATGGATAGGATGAGTAGTTTATGGGAGAAAAAAGTAGTGATGGGTTTATATGTTACATTTCAAAATATATGTTGCTCGACCGTTTACATAAGATTGGTTCTTTGAACTTCCAGCTGCTGTAATCGAGTTTGAGGGTTGCGCATGCGTTTTTTTTGTTTTGTTGGAGGGGAGTTGTTTGTTTACGAAGGGAGCAGAATCTTTGTGAACGTGTTCACTAGCGGAGCGAGATTCAAATAATCGACCACGCCTGACAGAAGCAGAGCAATGGAATAAAATTTTTCTGGACCAAAACCAAAGCTGACAACAAAAAATTTTTTTAGAACCTTGACAACCTTCAAAAGTCTTTTCGAAACTTTATGTCCAGACAAAATCTATGGTCATGTCCAACACCCAATATTCTGACATTCAACTATGAACGCTTCGAATACTAAAGCCAATAATATTCACCCTCATCCAAACTATTTCTTTCGATGAACATGATTACAGCAGGACTGATTGCTATGGCAGCTTCGAATCGAGTTGTATCATTGACCGAATAGCCAAAGCGATTCATCATTTGTAGCAGGCACTCCTTTACATTGATGATGTTGTGTTCGTTTGTGCAGAATATGTTGTCCATGCGACCATCAAATGACAGCTTATATGATTCATCGCTTGATGCAAATTGCAATTCTTGAACAAGTGTGCCTTCTTTCAAAGATTGAGCATCGTACAGATAGGGAAAGTCTCTTAGAGATGTTTCGTTGTACAGCTAAACTATTGGTCGCTCTTCAAACAAGTCAATGTGTATATTGCTCTTGTATGCATAGGATGAACATCTACATTCTACTTTGACTTTGGGGTGAAGATTGATGAGCATCTGTAGCCATCTGGAAATACGAGACAACTAATATGTACCATAGTCCAAGCACATCATGTTATGTACAATCGTCATGTCAATAAAGTTACACAAATCTGCCAACTTGTCAAAGAACGAATCAAGTACAGTGGTCAAGAACAAATTGTCAAGATGAATTTGAGCCTTGCACCCAAAAATTTGCCGTCTGTTCAGCATGTCTCGCATTTTCAACAAATGTTCAATAATATCATCACCATACTACTTTCTTGCATAAGCAGAAGTAGTTTCGGGTGTATAAAACTATGTGTCGATGAACAATCTTACAGACGGCTGAGCAATAAACTGCAAAGACTTTCGATTCATAAATGTTTCCAAACGACGCACTACATCCTGTCCATCACACATTACGACCATGGTTTCTGCACCTGTAACCAACTCGCATCCATTATCATACAAGTTGGAACCAATATGACGATCAAAGATGCGATACACTTGGCGTGACTGGTCATCAACGAACCTGCCATATAATTCGCGTTCACTAACACTGGAAGTTTGAATCTTGATGGGCAAGAAAGATAATATGCAATTCTTTTCGTCAATAGCAAGTTTGTCCAGATTGGTTTCAATACTCATTTGTCAGAAAAAAGCAACAGAATAAAAACTTTTTTGGTCTTTATATTTATCCATACGAAGTTTGTACATCAGTCAAACATCTCATCAAGCGTAACAGGTCTACACTTTGTGTGCAAAGAAACACTTTCAATCATACTCAGCATCTGTTCCCGCAATCCAACAAGTCTACCCTTTGCGTTGATTCCAATATCCACAATATTCAACTTGTCAAGGACAACATTTTGCAACTCTTCATCAAGTTTTTTGTACTAAACAACCAAATACTTGGATTTCAAAGTAGGCACATTCAATATCCGATAAGAACAAACAAAGATCAGACCGAGAATATCCGAACAAGTAGCACTCTGGTCAACTTTTTCTCCAGTCCCACTCAATGCACGAGGCAACTAACCATTTCTGGGTAACTTGACAAACAATTCTTCAACGTTCTACTTGTTGCCAACAAACATGTCCATCAACGAAGCGCAATCGCTATCTAATTTTCTGGCAACACATTTGGCCTTTTTCTTGGGCACCTCTATGTACAACATACTACAATGCCAAGTACAATATGCACTACCATCCGTTGCACGATAGGTTGCTACTCGATTGCACTTTTTTTTGTTCTTGCCAAAGAAGCAAAAGCAGCGGTCAGAAATATTTTCGAAGGTATTATTGTTGTTGGAAACTGGAGCCATATTTTTTTCGGTAAGGCGGGTGGGTGAGCGTCAAAGACAAAATAAAAATGATATTCTTTTCGGGAACGGTTGCAATATAATCAATATTTGTTACTCTAATAATTCAAAAAAGTTTGTACAAAAAACGGACCTCTTGGGTTGTTCACTCCATATTGACCACAGTAAGCATCACATGATACTTACCATCCTTGACAAATCCTCCACGCTGATGCCACAAACTTTCCGGGGTCAGGTTAAAAAATCCAACAGGAGTATCGTCCTGCTGGTAATCCCTTACGGTATCGTCAACGCAATGATAATACAACCTGCCATTGTACATATCAAATACGACCAATCCAAATGCAATCTTTGGCAGGCGACCAAGCTTATCCTTTGCAATATGCAAATAGCATCCCTCGTTGCTCCAAGAAAGATGCATCTAATAACCATGGATATCGACCGTGTTGCTAACCTTGTCGAAACTAGCAGGATCGTCCTATTCCGTATCTACATCAAAAGTAAACAAGGCCGTACGCTCACGTAGGTGCAAATCGCTAAACTGTGTAGAAAACTTTTGAAAGTAATAAATAGCAGCACTACACACGCGCTGACAGTTGATCTGTTCCCTAGTAGAAATATCATACTACAAACATACAGCATTGAAGTTGCGGTAGGCAATATGGTCAAACACGGGCTTCCTTTGCTCCTAGGCCGTCGTGTTACTTTCATACCACAACTGCAGCGCATTTAAGAGACTTAATTCCGCAGCGTTACGATCCGTGCCCATCAATACAGGCATTTTCTGTACAAGGCGAATCAAGGCATCGATGGACAGTGTGTTGATACCCTTGTAGGAAGATTTAGGATAATTCGAACCGGGCGTCTCAATATCACCAATGCCAAAATACTCCTTCCAGCAGCAGGCAAACTTGTGTTCAAGCACCTAGAAAATGTATTCGAATCTATCTACGCTACCGACCAAAGTAAAGAGACGCTAGTAAAGAATGCACGCATTTTCTATGGTGACCAGTTGTTCCTGCTCTGCGCTGATTTCGCTGCAACACTGATCAAATATATCATCAAGACAATACTTGTTGGTTGCATCAATCATTGGGAGCATGTTGTCTGCGGTAACTACTACCTGACCAGTGTAGATGAAGCGCAACATTTCCAAAAACACGTCGCGAGAAACGGTATCATCGGTCATGTCAACAATGAGGGGCATGTCCTGAAGCGCTACATTATCATCACCATAGTGCTAGCGAAAAGGTGACTTGGGACTAACGAGATTGTAAAAGTAACTATTAACAGCAGCGAGCACTTGACGATGAGCAACCAAGAATTGCTTCCGATGCTGTTGCTGCGACTAGTTGTCTTCCAGTTTGCGACGCTTAACGACTGGTCTTTCGCTCTTGTCAAATACAAATATGACATCGAATTTGGTGAGTGCATTCATGAGTTTAAAGATGCGCAACTGCTACTACTTGCGGGCAACGGCTACGCTGTACACTTTACCATCCACTGTGGCCTTGTCGGGCAATGGGCGCACCAAATCAATGATCTAATCACGCGCTGCTTCGCATAAATCATTCAGATATAAAAATGCTGCCTCCAGTTGTTTGGCACTGTAAGTGGGCTATTCATCGTCGCTATCGGCAGGTTGCGGCTTTTCGTTGCTATTTGCGGAAGCAAGAGTTGTCACTGATGCTTCTTCGCTTCTATCAGACCAATTTTCGTCGTCAGATAATTCTATTACACTACGATTGCGTTTTTTGCCAGTTCCCTGTGACTACTGCTGTTCTTCTTCCGAAGCACTGCTGGCAGACGCAAATTGTTGCTAGGCTAACCAAGCTTGATATTCGGGCGTGGAAGGAATGGTGTCGGTATTATTGTCGGCCATGATGATATAAATATTTGTGTGAGTGAGAGAGTGCCTGAAATGAAAGGGCCGAGTGAGGGAAGGGTGAAAAGGCTGCTGAAGAGAAAAGTTTTTTTGTTTGTTTTTTGTTTTGGCAGCTTGCCTGATTTTTGACATGCCTGCTGCTGGACGTCAAGTTCCAACAAAGCGAGTTCATGGACATCAATCATCGATCAGCTTCCAAAACAGACCCTTCCAAAACAGCATTCGCAGGCAGAGCCAACAAACCGTCTTTCGCCTCAGCTTGACCCCTTGGTAAGTTTTTTCTCGTTTCCCTCTCACTTGCTCTCTCGTTTTCTAGTCACTGGTTATATATTTATTAATACACCCACCGCCAACAATCAACACAACACATTACAGTTATCATGAAAACATCATCTGGCATCAGCAAACAGCAAAAGACCACGACCGCTGCCACTAAATCAACTCGTGCCGCATGCAGCTGTAACGGTGGTCCACGCGCCATCATCAACCGGCAATGCACACAAAATCCCAAAGCCTGTCAATACTGTTGCGAGGACCCTGACTGCACAGTTTTGTCTCATCAGCAAAATCATCATAAGAAAAAGCAGCACCAGAAGGGCATGGTGATCAATATTACCATCCAAACCGCAGGCAAACCAGCCCAGAAATTTACCTTGTCTGAATATGCTGCCGCATCTGCTGGTCCGTCTCGTTTACCAACACCCGTTCCACCCAAGATTCGTCGTCCCACGATCAATATCAATGGTTCTATTTACACTATGCCGGCCGACTACACTTTCAAGCAGTTGCAGGGATACAGCCACGAATATTTCCTTTCGGATTGCTGCACCACCCAATTTCAATCTTTGGCAGAAGATGGCATTCAAACGGCCTACTTACCCATCAATCTCAACTGTCCTTACATTGGTACTCGTCTTGAGGAGCCATATACTATCAAAGGCTGTTAGCACAGTATATCAAAGGCTGCTCTGGAAACTGCCATCAAGATTGCCAACGACTCGCAGCTGGACAAGTTCAGAAAAGGCATTCCCGATCTCCTTGATGATATTGAAGAATATGAGTCTCAAGGTTCCAAGAGTGAAGCCTTGCTCAATCAGTGTCGTGAGAAATTGGCCAAGTATCAAGCGTCGCTGGCTTTGGGCATGCATCTCGTGCCTTTGAAATGTGCAGCCTGTGGTCATGAGTATACATGCGGTCAAGTATATCAGAACAAGTTTATGGAGCATCTGTTGAAGATTGTCCGTAAATTTGATGGTGATACTCTTTATGTCGCTCCCAATGGTAACATCTTTTCTGACGAAAGCATGAACCGCGAATCTATCATCATCAATGTCGCGTCAATCGAGAGACTATTGTTCCCTGAAATTGTTGCAGAGCGTAAAAGGGCACAGGAGGAACAGAAGCGTCAGCAAGAGTAGAAGCGTTTGCAAGAGGAGCAACAAAGAATTTTGGCCATGCTTTCGGGCAAAGGACACTTTGAGTTTGATCCTATTGAAATTATGTAAATTTATTGTTTGTTGTTTGTTTGTGTTTACAGATATTTGGCAACAATCAACTTGAGGTCATCTATATCTTCCTGATCGCTGACAAAGTAAACATTATCTTCGGCGCCAATAACTTTTTCAATAATTTCCTTGGGCGATTTCTTGCCGTCCTGCACAATAACACGGTCAATCTTGGGAATCGAAAAGCTGTTGTTGGTCAAATAAACAAAAGCGTCGTTCTCAGAAATGAGATTTCCATCGCCAACCTAGTAGTAGAGTTCGTCGACACTAAGGTTAAACTCAATCATTACCTTGCATTCCTCGCCAGTGGCATCAAAGAAACTATCCTAACACTGTCCAACGAACAGCATAACTGCAGGTCTTCCGTCTCTCAGTTGGCTGTTGTACTGTTGTATATAAGTGGACTCGTTGATCTATTGTGCAACCTCCTTGCTGTCACCATAAACGGGCATGCAAAACGTTAGTCTTTCTGCACCATTGTCGGACATGTAAGCATTATACACGAATGCTAAAGCACCGATTGCAGCCGAAAGCATAATAATTTCTGAACTCACAAATAGTGCAAAGTTATCGACATTGACCTCAGGCATATGAGTATTCAACATGTTACGAATAGAACCAGGAATTCCCTTGACAAATTCTTTGGCTGCAACACGCTATTTGTTGAGCATACTACCCAAGTTATTGGCATTTTCTTGGACCAGCGTCAATTGTTCAGTCAGAATGCTCGTCAGATTGCCTACATTTTCTTTGACTGCATCTACCTGATCGTTCAACATACTTCTCAAACTGTTGGCATTTTCTTGGACCACGGTTGCCTGTTGGTTCAAAACATTAACCAAAGGTTCTACATTCTTGGTCAACAACGTTTTCAACTGCTCTACAGAGTCAATAAATTTGGAAAACTGACCAAGATCATATTTGGGCGATGTAGTCATGACGTCAATCGCGCTGCCAATAGCACTTGTCACTGCATCAAACTGAGTATTCAACACGCCTTTGTATAACTGAACGTTTTCGGTAGTGACATCTTTGAGTACGTTGTTAAGAATGCCTTCGAAACCCTTCTTAAAGTTCTTGTAGCCAGTTTCGAAGCGTTTCTGCAGGGACTGTACTTCTTGCGGTATGGCATTTGTATTGTTCTGCTTTGGTTCAAATTTTACATTTTTGAGATCCTTTAATGCACGCTAAACCCTTACAGGACCATTAATGTATGCATCAAATTGTCCAACAAATCTCGGTCCACTTACGGGAGCCTTGGCTACAGCCGAATCTTCAGGGTCAAACAAACTGGCTTTTGCAGGTTTGAAGAGACTGCCACTGAATGGACTGTTGGCCGAAGACTGATTTGATTGTCTCGAAGCAACTGCCACACGATTCTGTTGCTGCTGCTAGGTTTGAGGTTCCTATACAGGGGTGCTTGGCGTAATTACGGTAGCTGACTATGGTTGGACTTCCTTGTTGTCAACACCATTCTGGGGAATTAAAATACCAATAGCATCTGAAGATTCATTGCTTAATAATTGTTCGCTTGGGTCCTATATCTTGGAAGCGAGGCCCTTCAAAGCCTAGTCTTTCGCGTCAGATGCAACACTTGCAAAATATGAACCCCAATTCTATAACATAGAAGGTTCATTAACAGTAGATTCGGACACTGCTACTCTTGGGACTGTAGCGTCTTCAGCAGCAGGGCGACCTTTTTGTGCCGGAGGAATAAACATACTCAGATCATCAACAGAATAAGGCTCTGTCGTGGCTGGAGCATTTGGGTCAGGCACGCTGTCAACTAAACGCTAAAGAGCGCTCTGTCCAGTATTGACAATCGTTTGTCCTGTAGCAGCCATGGTATTCAATGCATCTGTAGCAATACTTTGCAATCTTTGGCCAAGTGTAGGGGCCTATACATCCTACGAATCAGAAACATCAATTGTAAGCTTTCCGGATGAACCCGTTGATTTACCCTAGGTATTTAACGAATTTACATCAACAGGTTTTTGGAACTCCTTGGTCATTGCATTACTAAACATATCCACATCACTTAGGTTAACCTACTAACCCGCAATACTGACAGTCGTTGGTTTTGGCGCTACTTGAGTAATACCAGATATGTTTTCCACTGTACCGGGCTACTCTACTTCTTGAGCACTACCGTATTTGGACAAAACATTGTGCAGTTTGTCAGAAACACCTTGTTGAACCTAACCAGCAACACCAGAAACACCTTGTTGAACTTGGCTAACAACATTTGTAGCACCTTGTTGAACCTAACCAGCAACATCCACCACTGCTCTTCCGAATGCGTCTGCAGCTGCAATAGGATATGCTGGCAAGGGAATTGACTAGTCGGTGCTAAAATTGGGTCTTGCAGGAGTGGTCGCCAATGCGCTGCTTGTATTAGTTGGCAGTTGGGATTGTTTGTCCAATGTTACAGAACCCGCTGAATCTTCTGATTCGGGCATATCGATCGTGAGTTTACCAGATGAACCTTTCAAGTTGTTTTTAACATCCGGATTAGTCTTGCTCAAAAATGCCTTGTTCATTGCATCGACTGCTGGGTTCGAAGTGCCTGTTTCAGCGGTATCTGTTGCTCTGGCAATACCAAATCTGCCAAGCCAAGGAAAACGTTGTCTCCAACCCTAGCCCTAAGAGTTGCTTGATGCCTACACAGGTACAGCCAAAGTAGGAACACCTTGGCTAGTGTAATTACCAGCTAGCGCTTCAGCATTCTATACATTGGACTATGCGCCATAGTTAATGTTACTTAAACCTTGCATAAACTAGGGCAATTCAGTAGCAAATCTACTTCCTGCATTTTGTGCAGCCTAAACATATTGCCAATAAGGATTATTTTGTGATAATTGACCTGCAATAGTAGGAACGCTGGTGCCTCCGCCTAACAAGTTGGTCGCTGGAGTTGTTCCGTTGTAGGCATTAAACAGTGCTACTTCACCACCAGTAACACCATCTACAGTTACGGGCTTGAGGTTTTCAAGGTCTTGCTCTTCGTTTAGTTCTTGTTGTTCTTGTTCATTGTGTTTCTTGTCCAAAGTCTCGATTGACTTGTTGATGAGTTGGGCAATGGAGTTTCTCATTTTTTTCGTCGTGGCTCTTACTGGGCGTGTTTGAATTGGGAGGTATAAAAAATTTGTGGATCGATTGTTTGTAGTTGTTGGACTTTTTTGTTGTTTGCGTGTTGAAAGGGTTTTTATGTTTTGGAGACCGTTGATGTTTCAAATAACTTCTGAGTTTTGCAGGTTGTGGAGGTCAAAGTTTCGAACAACTTTCCAGAAAATTTTATTTGTAGCAGGTTTGGGTTCTGCACTCCCGAATCGTCCACCATGTCACAAAAAACTTGACCACCATAAAAATCCATATATAACCAATTTTTTTATTATACATATCATTTATGCCCATTCTGAGATCCAAAAAGAATACTTTGTTGAGTGCTCGTCGTGCTGTAAACCCCAAGAAGGAGACTGTTGCTGCTACCGCTGCTACCAACACTGGACTTGTTATGAGATCAGGAAGGACTATTGCTGTTCCAACGTAGACTACAACAGTATTGAAACAAGTTTGTGTATCAAAATAGACTCCAATAGCTGTCGTCAAACCTGTAACTTCAGCAGTTAGCAAACCTCCAACTGTAGCCAACAACAATGCATGTTTAATGGCTCCACCACTAGATATTGACAAGTTGGTGCATAATATAATACTACCCTCTACATGGGTGTGGGAGGGTTACCGCGACAAGGCGCTCGCTTGGATGAAACATTTGGCTGCTTCGGACAGGCGAACCCTATGCAATTCGACCTTTTTCCATAATGGTCCCACCTCTAAAGACTACGAAAGTAATGCCCTCATTATTCAGTTGGTATACAAACGAGGAACACTCAAATCGAAAAGAGTGTTGGACCAAACCAAGATTCGAAATCTGTTGCGCCAAATTTAGATGGCCAAGACTCGCTTCGTTGTGATACCCATGAGTATTAGCATTTACATGGACAGTACAGATGGTCAAGGCCACGCAAACATGGTCATCATTGACAGATATGCTCGATAGATTGAGAGATTTGAACCGCATGGTAAATACGATCAAGGCACGGTTCACAAGGATGTCGATTCATTAATGGAACTTGTTGCTCGCCAGTATTTGCCCGGATACAAGTATGTTCATCCACTAGACTATTGTCCAGAAGTCGGTCCCCAAATAGCTGCCCAAAACAGCAAAGTGTCGCACATTAACAATTCGCCCCAAGGTTACTGTTAGGCAATCTCGTTATTGTATCTGCACTTGCGCATCTGCAATCCCAACATGACCAGAGAACAAGTTGTCAAGGCAATCATGAAAGATGGACCTGAGGCTACTCATTTTCGTGTTGCTCGGTATGCTCGATACATTGATGTTGTGTTGGGTTCGAAGTAGTCCAAGAAGAAATAAACCAAAAAAAATATTTTTGAAACCTTGACATGGTTTGCAAACAAATTTTATTTTGAGACTTTGACTTTGGTTGGCAACAAAACTTTTTTTTGTTTTCTCTCAGCTGCCAAAAAAACAATGGACCTTGCAGACCTCCAAGAACTCCAAGAAGAACTAGTATTGTCCATTTTAGAATTCATAGAACCTCTATCATGGTCATACTGCGACCAAGAAGAAAACAATGAATTCAACATATTGAAAATGGTCTACGGCAAACGATACAACTCCAACTGGAGCAGTGAACCGAGAAAATACTTTTGCTTTCCTGACACAATCACTCCCGAAGAATGCGAAACAGTTTAGCCAATGGTGTTGAACATTGTCGCACATCACAACCACGTAGTCATGAAAAAACCTTTTGACTTGACAATGGACATTCGTATTCTTTGCCCAAACACTGTTTACATAGTACAAAATGGAGCAGCATATACGTTGCGAGAAAAATTGAACGTAAATCCGCATGGTTTGAACATTGACAGACTTTCTATTCGCATCATCACCGACAACCACGAACATTATGACATATGGAAACGAACGGAAAAGCATGTCGATAGGGAGTTATCTATTCTCATGAGAACACGCTGGACATGGGAAATATATTTAGATAATTATCTGCAACTGTAGAATCTTTTACAAAAATTTGCCACCTTTGACAAATCTTTGAACTACTATAGAATTTATTCGTCTATATAGATTCACATATACTGCAAATTTTATGCAAAGAATTGTTCAGCAGAGGTCTATCATGGGTATTATGTAAAAATGGCCTTGGAATCGTTGAAACAAAGAATTCCTTACAATCAATCTGTTGCCAAAAGTTTACATATCAAGCGGTTTAGTACAGATTTTGTAAATGAAAACGTAATTCAACTGCATGAGATATTACGTCAAAATTTGGCATCAGTCTGTGCTATTGAGTTGGTGTCGTAGACAGAAAATAAATAAACAAGATAGCAAAATATATGTATTTTTAGATTGCACACTTCCAACCAACGGTACTATGGGTCTTGGGGATTACAACTTTGCCCGTCTTGAGGGCATTTTCTACAATGGCAGGCATGTTACGATGAACCATGGCAGCCTAACCGGCCAATGCCATTATCTTGTTGTATTCGTCGCTGTTGAGACTGGGTCTTTGGTATGCCGATTCTTCGATTAGTATTTTGAAAGCCTCCATGTTATTGTCTTTGATGACTTGGAAGATGAGATGGTCCAAATGTTTCAGGTTGCAATTGCCCGATAAATTATCGTACTTGACCAGTTCTCTGAACACGGGAATGTTTTTGACATGCATTGAAATTGCACTTTCATTGAAATCGAAAATATATCTTGGATTGTTGAGAATTTTCTTGAGTAACACAACGTTGATATTAGGTGCTGTAAGAACAACCGGTAGCAAAACAGTCTCGACAAAATTACGAATGCACTATCTGCCAAAGAAAGGACGCAAAGGATCGAGAACTGTATCGATACTCTGATCTGCCTGCAAGTTGTCGAATGCTTTCAAGATTCTGGGAGATTGATACCTATGGGCGAGAAACTTTTCCTTCAATAGTTCCTTATTCTTGTTGAATAACCGCTGGAATTTGCCGAAAAAGTAAACCATCATTTCAATTCTATATTCTTCGACCATGTGACATGTTATTTGCTTGTATTCGTAATCATCTATATACTTGTGATTGTTGAATACCTCCACGATTTGTGCAAAAAGGTTAAGTTCATTGTTCTAGACTGACCAATATAATACCTTGAAAAGAACATTGAGATGTAGGTGAAGATTTCTAATAAGTTTCTGTGCTGGTTCAGTGTGTAGATACTTGCACAATATTTCTGCAATATGCTTTGTAAGCTTTTGTTCAAGTTCATATGCCGGATTTGTTTTTGCAATGAAAATATCGATATGTGGTTCGGAATCTACTTCTTTGTCTGCCTTTTTATCGCTATAGAGCGCACAAATTACCTATTCGCCCGCATAACCACGTTCTTCCAGCTATTGTTTTTCATGCTCTTCATCAATTACAAAGATTTGGTAAGTGTCGCGACCAATGTTATGATCCTTCATTGGTCTCATCATCATTTCATCCAACTGTTTGATTGTCTTGTTAACGCTACCGGGCAGGTCGGGATTGGTTAGAATGTTGGGTAGCTGTTGTTGCTGCTAATGTTGATGTTGGACTTGTGCTGACATGTTTGTTTTTGGTTGGTAATGTTGTTGGTGAATCTGGGATACCAAAAGAATTTTTTTGTTTGAGAAGGACTAGGTTGACTGCTGAATAAATTTGTTTTGTTCGTAAGAGAGATGCGTTTCGAATTTCATTCAGTCGTCGGAGCACATATATTTTTTGGAGCAACTCAAATAAACCTATTCATATATTATTTTTATTTCTTGCTACTCTCCGACTATCGCAACCATGCAATCTGACCAGACTACCATCATTCATGAAAGCGATCTTGACAACATCATCAAGACCATCTTTGCCAACTGCGATGTTTCTCAGCTTAATGTTTAGTCAATTCAAACTTTTGTGCCTCGCATTATGGAGTACATTGAGAAGCAATACCAGAATGTAAGTGGCGAACAGAAGAAGCAAATCGTCATTGCCGTTGTTCAGCGCGTGACAAACCTGCTTCCTCATGACAGCTAGGAGAAGTCAATGATTGATGACTTTGTTACTCACTCGCTGCCTACGGTTATTGATGTCATTGTCTCTGTGTCAAAGGGTCTTTACGAACTTTAGCCCATTGTTGTCAAGGGTTTGAAGGCTTGCTTGGCATTTTGTGGATCGAAGACCAAGAAACAACAACCATCTGTGTAATGACGATAGACAACAATAAAAAGCTACAAAGTAGAAGATACAATAAATAACAATTTGTTTATGCCCATACTGCAATGAAACATGCAGCCGATCAATTTCTGCTACGACTGCTGCTGCCTGCACGCGATTTTTTGGTCTTGCGCTGCTTTCGGACGCCCCTGCTGCTTGATGCTGCTGATCGATCGATTCTAAATTCTCCAAATGGTGTAATGCCTTCGACTTTTGCTTGTTCAAAGGCGGCGATCCATATTTTCTGAATGAGTCGCTGCTACTTTTCAGAAATATGCCCACTGATGGCAATTTGGTTCGCAAATTCTCTCAAATCTACCTTTGTGACCCATTTGAATTCTCCACAATTGATCATGTCGACGATCAGGTCGTGATAGTCCCAGATTTTACAGTCGTTGCACATGACGGTTTGGGCGAGTGTCGGTTTGGGCGATCAACAAAATTTTGCTGTCTATTTTTTTTCGGTAACGGACTGCACTTTGGTTCATGATGTTGTGTTGTGACACAAAGTTGCAAAAGTCAACAAAATATTTTTTGGATCACTTTCAAAATTTATTTTTTGTCGGACCAGATTGGCATTGAGCAAACAAGAAAATTTTTTTTCGTCCAAACAAACTTTTTTTCGGGTCCACTCCCTCACAACAACTTTCAACACATGAACATTGACACACTTATCCGATCCATTCGCACTGCAGTTTAGGACAACACAAAGACCGAAATGCTCAAGGCGTTTCTACCTCGACTTCAATTGGACGTGTCCAATCATTAGGTTCTATAGAACCGGCCGTAGGGCAAAGCATTTACTTGGGATGATGTTCCTTCTATTCTCAAGTAGTACAGCAGCGACAAGGAAAAACTTGCAGCCATTGATGTGATGAAATAGCATTTGCCCAAAGGCCGATCCATTGACATGTTGCCAATGTTGAGATAGTTTGTGGATGATCAACAGAGACTCAATTTCATCGAAAGAGAAAAGAATACTTTCAAGATGGGATCGCTCAACGATATGCCCTTGATTCTTTAGACATTCACCAACGACCAACCTCGACTGGAAGCAAGCATCAAGATTGTAAACATGTTTACTGAACAATAGCAGCAACAATAGTAGTCAAGTGAAACAGGACCGCAACAATAGCAGCCAAAGCAAACAACTTCTCAACCCAACAACAGCATTGGAGGAGTTGCCTTTGTGCCTGTTTCAGATATTTCACAGGGCAATACCATTGAACCAGAACCAACCATCATTTACGCAGGTGTGCAGATCAAAGACCTACACATTGGCGACTCCATGATTGTACCTGGAGGCATGCTGTATCGCAAGGGCAAGCGAGAATTTTGTTTCGAACACGATGGTGATGGCAAGATTGAAAGTTTTGAAACCATTTACACTACACTGAGCAGTGGTGAAACTTTGGTCATTCAATAAAACTTGTATCATGAACAAAAACATTCGCTTTTATTATATCAAAAGTAGTATTGCATCTGTCCCGCACACAAAAAATGCCTGTTAGAAAAAGCCGATCCAAAAAACCCGTTAGAAACCCCAAGACCAACACAACCAGTGGTAAACATCTATCAGCACCCAGTATCCGTCGTTTGTGCAGAAGAGGTGGAGTCAAGCGTATATCCAAGTTGACCTACGAAGAAAGCTACACCGTTCTAGACAGCTTCTTGGAAAAGATTGTTCGCGACGCCATAACCTACACCGAACATGCTCGCAGAAAAACAGTGACAGGCTTGGATATCGTCTATGCTCTGAAACGAAACAATCATACTCTTTATTCTGAAATTGGACTGGGTAATCCCAAGAAAACGAAGACTGTTGCAGCCAAAACAAAGCCAGCATAGATTAAAAAGGAACCAAAACCAGCCAAGGCAACTAGCAACTTTGAAAAATAGGCACGTATCATCTTAAGTGGCGATCCCAAGAATCCAATTAAACTAATAGATTCCGACGTACTAGTTGCAATGAGTAAAGTATTGGAATTATTGGATTCTTACGGATATGCAGTACATTGGGAATGTGATGCCGAAACACCCGAAGGAATGCGCAATTACATATGGAGTAAACATATATTACCAGATTGTGATAATGAGGTAACAAACCCGTTCATTTGCGAACATTCAAAAGTATTTGGTAAACTTATTTCCGGAGAAGATAATATGATAAACTTTATAGACCAAGATGCCCCTTTGCACTTGTCGATGCCTAAACTCAATGAAAGTGTAGCTAATCCAACAACAAGAATGCTCATGTTTACTGATAAAAGTAACAAGTATTCATACATGGGTCATTTGTTATTTTAGCGTAATGACATTGTTAGACAAAATAAGAAGAACCTGGCTTGGTCAAACAAGAAAAAGATTCCAAACAATTGGCAACCAATTAATTCAAAGGAAACACCAAGTGTTGTTAACATTAACAATACTATGTTAAACGGAATAGAGATATTAGATCATTAGATGCGCTATAATGACGGTTAGCCAAATGGTGCAGTATTATCAATAGGGGCTTTTATTGTCATGCTCTATGGTCTTGCAAATGGATTGAAGAATAATGGTATGTATACTAATATGATGCTGGAGGATGGGGATTTACATTACCCATATTTTACCTAGTCCAAATATATGGATTTGGAATACAATGAGCAAGTTGAGGGCGCAAATGTAATGACAACATTGATTGGACCCAAAGAAATTTTGAGGGCATTCAATATGAAGAACAAAAAATAAATACATCTATAGGTCTGTTCATTCATTTATTCAACGTCGGGTATTTCGAGACTTTCCGTAAGGTGCCACACGTTGCGGGCTGCATAGTAGAGCAAGGCAGTTCGAACCTTGAGGTATGCGCTTGTGCTGGTAAACATTTGCTTCAGTTCGCCTTGGGGATATTGGTCGATTTCGTCTTCAAATGCCTGTTTGATCCTGTAGCTACATTCGAAAATGAATTGGGACAGGTGATCAATGAGGCGGTAGTCCGGATTGACGATCAAAATATCCATGATATCCGGAATCCATGAGGTACACTCGGGACTGGTAACGCATAGTTTCAGAGTTATGCGGTGATGGTATTTGCTTTGACACATGACAGCCAGTGCCTTGAGGAAAGAGAGTAAAGGCTAGCGGCAGCTAGCGACATCGTCGTGCGAATTGGCTCTAAAGAGCCTGCAGTTGGGATTGTCAGGACAGTCAATGTCTATGCAACTGAGAATACCACCGCGACAATCAACAAGTGCAGGTAATGCCACTCTTTCCATATAATTCAAAATTGAAGGCCATACAGCAGCCGAACCTCCATAACTACGAATTACCAAATAGTTGCAGTCGGGAGCAACATATTTCCACCAGTAACGATGACTTTCTAGCTTGTTCTGATTCGTGAACACCTGCGCAAAGTCATAATTATCAAAAGCAATATCTACGCGAATCGTCTTTTTCAGCCACTGTGGCAAAGAGTTGGCCAGCAATTCAAGGTCCATCTATGCATTATCGGTCGGCACGTCAAGATCAATGGAAACACTTTTGCCCGTTGCTTCCAACAAGTCCAAGTTTCCGGATGCCCTACCAACGCGGTCTACGGCCAAATCTTCGGGCCACTACATGTTCCAATCTATGGTAACTACTTGTTTTTCCAGTAAAGCTTTGATGTCGGGTAGGGTCTATACATATTCTATGGCCTATTCAGAAACAGACGACAAGCAGCCGTAAAGAGTAAAGCTAACCTTGGCAACGTTTTCAAAGTGCTAACAAATTTTTAGTGCTTCTTTGCCAAAAAATGTGAGCGCATATTCAGAATCTACATCTTCCCATGCAAGATCGTCTGCTATTGCACTTGAAATCGATTGCATTATGGCTCATGTAAATCTCTCCGCGAAATACCATAAAAATATCGAGCAGCGACAAATTTTCGTCAAGAGGTTTCAATTTTGGGTAAAAGTGCTAAAACAATCTTCTGCACATTGCAATATGCTTTTGCAGCTAAACGGGTAATCTCAACTATGTAGTATGCATTTGAGCGGCAGAAAAATCGGAACCGTTAACCACCATGCTCTTCATGCCAACGATCGGCAACGGCATTGTGAATGGATATGGTTTTGTATCACGCTTGACGAATATGCGCCATGTTTTGTGCATAGGATCGGTGGCAAAGCGACCAAATAAAAAGCGACAAATGTGTGTCATCGATTGCTCTTTGCTTTGATGCGTATTTTTAAGCCACGTAATCAGTCGCTAAAAGTCTTCTGATACATCGATCCATTCTAATGACAATAGAACAAGATGTTGTGGCAGTGTGCGTAGCTGATGGTGGGGCAGTGACATGTGTTGGCTGGAAAAAAGGGAAACGAGAAAAAAGCGAAGGGGTGATGCCAGCAAATTTTTTTGAGCAGCCTCCAAAATTTTTTCGGGTTCAAGTCTAAATTTTTATTTTTTTTGTAAACACTGAACCTCCAAAAGATTTCAAAAAGTTTTGGACCACACAAAAAATATTGAACGACATCCAAACTTGTGACCACTCAAAATTTATTTTACTTTGTTAGTCTCTGTTCCTTGGACTGATCAGCATAGACGAACTTCTTGACAATGTTGACTATGAACCCTACGATGAAGAAATACTTTGTCTCGGTGAAGTTTGTGTAATATCTGAAGTTGTTCGCTACAAGTGTGGTATCTGGGACAGATTGATATTTCTGTGGATCGTTGCGCAAAATTCTATCCATTCTATTTCGAGTTGACGGCATGCAAACTTTTGTAGCGATACAAGATCCTTTTTGGACATGATCTATACAATTCTCAAATCGCTGGGCAAGTTGATTTGCATCGGAGCACCAGAATCAATGTAGCTTTCGTAGATATTGTCCAACTATACGCGTTCACTTATGGCATCTTCATACTGCTCTTCTATTCGGACACAGTCAATTAGAAAGCACAAGTATTCCTGACATCTTCTGTCCGACAACCACGCTACAAATGCAGTATGATATCGCAAATCAATGTCCATACTACACAAAACTTGATGTAAATACTTGCCCTGCTCCAATATATTGGTAAATCGTTGCCATCGTTCACTTTGAAGCGCAGCGTGTATGTTGCGATTTCTGTGCTATATTATTTGTCTCGTTTGGTGTACAGATTTTCGAAGGTTGCGATGTCGAAAAAATAGTGGAAAACAAAATCTGAGGTTCATGAAAGTTTGGGAGAGTTTTCCTTTTTCACCATGCAAAAACTTTTCATAAACAGCGAACCCAAACCAACCAACCTCTTCTCATCATACCCATCTTCAACCATGAACAGCAGAATTGTATTACTACTAACCACAAATGCTCACAAAGTATCAGAGTACAAGAGTAACCTTGATCACTATGGTGTTGATGTAGAACAGATTTCCGAATTCGAAGAAACTGATTTACAACAGGACGACTATTTTAGAAATCTGTTCAACAAATACCCCAAAGCCATTGCCATCATCAAGGACGACACCAATCTCTACAAACAAAGTGATGCCACATGTGACGAATCAGACTGGCACATGGTTGGTGAACCCACCGAAACACCCGTTGAACCAATTCGCGCCGCCATGGAACACTTGGAGCAAGTTGTCAATGTTTCTGTGCTCCAAGTTTGGGAAAGACGCAATACTGCTACTATCAATGACAACAACTTTGAAATTGCCAAACTAGTCTACGAGCATCGTGTTCCGGGTTACATTGATCTCTATCGCAAGTAGCCACTAACATTAACCAAACCAGTATTCGGCTGGGATAACAAATTTGTTGTTGAAGCAAGTGGCTTGACTTATTTGGAGATGGGCAATTACAAAGTATCTGCACGTGACATGGCTCTTTCCAAATGGATTCGTGATCGTCTTCATTACAAGAAGCATCAAGACTTGAAACACAGTCCCTTGAACCCAAAGACCACAGTTCACCTTGCCGACATGGAAAACGAAAGCGACGTATGGTCATTCATCCAAAAGCACAAATTGTTGAACAACGCATGGATAGAAAAGTCTGGTTTGGGCAACCTCTATCGCTTCGTGTGTAACAAGGGCATCTTTTTCAGGTCACCCATAACGCGCAGAGCCAAAAACTATTGGTGTCCTGGTTTAAATGCCGGATTACCATTGGTTGCAAAGAGAGACCCCGTTCATGAAGCAACCTTTATGATTCACGATTTGAATCACTTTGTGCTGCCCGATTTGATTTTTACCGGCAAGCATTCATCTACCAACAAGAGCGTCTACATTGCTTTTAGAATGATTAGTGAAGCAACTACGATGGTGTTGGCTGATATTCTATTTGTCGATACACTGATTCGTGACACATCATTAGGACTGGCCGACTACGATTGGTCAGCGCGTCGCATTTATCCATTGGCTCTTGCTGCCTGTGGTTGTCAAAAGGGCCAGATTCCATTTTATGATTCCTAGGGACAGTTTAACGTAAATCTGCTACATGATATGATCAAAGCCAATGTCAAATTATGTCTCAAGGGTGACGATTCTGGCTGGCGTGCACTTGCGATGCGTATGCGTTCTCATGAATCTTTTGTGTTGGCAGAACAGGAAATCGATGCTGCACTGACTGCTTTCAAGGATAAGTATGTTCCCTTTTTTGTCGAAGATTATCGTTGGACGGTGCATAACTATGATGGTATGGCCCAAAATTCACAACACTTTGCAAATTGGTGGTCCATGGTTCACGACACGTTCAAGTCTTGCGAAAAATATCAAAATCAACTCGCAGGTTTGAATACCAAGATAGCAGATTTGGATAGATTCATTGGACAGAAAGATGAATTGTTGATTCGTGGTGACTAGTTTGATGTAGAACAGTTGCTCAGGTCCGTTCCTGTTATTACCCATCATTCACCGATATATTTGAGAGGTGGATTAAATAGCAAGGATGTTGAATTCAGAACAAATACCATAAATTTGTGGTTCAATACTTTGGAATCCAAGAGAGAAGACGTTCAAAGGGAGCAGCGTGAAGTTCTCGAACAGCTACGGCGAGAGGAATCTTTGTATATGACTAGGTTTTCAGAGTCTACCAAATTGTTCTTGTTGAACGATTTTGCCAATCTAGTTATGGCAGACTTTGTGAATGAAACTCGTTCATAGTAGCCCACGACTAGCCAGTTTATTGTCCAATCTGATCCGACCATATCATTCGAAAATCGTGTAGTCGACCTAGTATTCGAAAGAGCATGGAACGATATCCTGTATCCTGCGTTGATTGGTTTGGAACCATCGACTCAATCCATTTTGCCACTGGCTGAACGTCGTTACAATGCAGCTTTGTGCTACATGCTTGGATAGTCATTTATTTTTGCTCGTTTCAAGAATCAAGGTCAGCACATTTTTGATGGTATTCGAAACATGCTTTACCACAAGCGCGGTTCATTATTGACTGTAGTGGACATTGAAAGAATGATGAGTCTTTATGGCAAGCATGTGGATACGTTGGTTCAAAAGAATTTTATTACTTTGGATGATGCCCAAGTTTTCAAACAGGTTTTCCCCATTTTTGAACCCATGTTTGTATTTTATGATGAACAAAATGCAGAATATTATGGCAGACTCGATTCCATGTATAGGTAGGTGTTTGGGATTCGAGCAGCAGCATCTGTCCAACGTGTCGTAATCATGGGTAGTCCAGCCAGCAGTAAGGGTAGTACATGTCAAGCGGTTACTCAAACATTCCCAAATATTGAGCATGTCTCTACAGGTGACATGTTGCGCGAAGAAGTTGCTCGTGGGACCGTGTTGGGCATGTTGGCAAAGCAACAGATGGATTCGGGTGGTCTCGTCTCCGACAGTATCATCAATCCGATGCTCCAACAAAAGCTGAAGTCTATAGAATCCTGTGGCAAAGGTTGGATTTTGGACGGTTATCCTCGATGTGAAGACAACCACAGATTCATGTTGCAGTTCTGTCCTCCGGTTGACCTTGTGATTCATCTTTCCTGTATCGACGACGACACACTGGTCCAACGCATGTGTGGCAGAATGGTGGACCCAGAAACAGGCAACATTTACCATGAAACTATGAGACCACCTCCATGCGAACAAATCAAGCAACGCTGTAAATGCAGATCGACTGATAAGGACACTGAAACTGCCCGCAAACGCATCCGGGTATATCGACAGGAAATGGCACGTCAATTCGAATGGTTTCCTCAGAGTCATCATGTAACAATTGATAGCAGATTACCACTGGATCAGGTTACAGAAACAGTACGCAAACTGCTGATGTGAGTCAACAATAAAAAAAATTGAAGCATTTTTCGGCTTGAACCGAGAAGAGCCGTCGGACGGTGATTCAAGTTGACAGCTGAAGCCGTTTTTTCTGCTAACAGATCTCGCGACTTTTGTTGTGGCCAACAGAGCAGAGCCTTCACCAAAACACTCTTCACAACACCCCTTCACTTTTTTCGTGCAGCCCCCTTGCTCAGTCACAATCACCACACATCTACCCTCAATGAACAACGCCTCTACACCGATTCTACCTACCCCACCTCCTGCTACTTCTCAACCAGCAACCACACCGTCAAATACCACTTCTGCTCCTCCATCCTTTGACAATGCCACCGTTGACGAAATTGTCGACATTCTTTGCAATTCCTCCGACTACACCTCCGAATCTCAATACAAGACCTCATTCAATGTCGTCACGTCCTCTCTGCGTTTTGGAATCCCTCACAGCGCAGACCCGGGTCCATTGGTGTTTGACAATATCATCGGCATCAGCAACGGTGCGCTTCGTCGTGACACTATCAAGGCCTACGTCAACTACGCCCGTGGCAATATCGTCCGCCATGCACAAGCCGCCGACCATGAATCCCTCAATGCACTTACCAAGGAACTGATTGCGGCCGTCCAGTCCAACAAGAGAGAGGTGTTCCGTCTGTTGATAGAATCGCAGTCTGGCTTCCATTACCGTGGCGGCTAGCTTGCGTACTACTACTTTGATGGCTACAGGAAGTTGGTCAACAAGTACACGGTTCTGTATCAGACTGCATATTGCGTTGCTTATCACTTGCGTTGTCATCGCAAAGTAACAGAGTCGCCCACTTCTCCCAATAGCGGCGCAGGTGCTTCCTCCTCCTCCTCTTCTGTTCAAGGTTCTTCTGAAGCAAATCGCACAACTTTGCCCACTGCTGCTCCTATGGCCACTCCAATCACGCCAATCAATGTCAGTACGGGCATCCTTCCTCCTCCTCCTCCGTCGTCAACAACAGCAATGGGGTCGGCTTCTCAATCGTCCGTTATCAACAATACGGCCGATGCTTCTTTGTCTCAACAGTTTACTGTTTTGAAGCAGTTCCTTGCTCGTATGGTTCCTACTCCACCGAGTTTGGATTCACTTACCATGCAGAATTTCACAAATATGCAACCAGAAAAGAGACAAGAGTTGCTTCGGCTTGTATCGACTTAGTATTATATCAAGTACCCATTATGGCACAACACTCCGATGGTATCTTAGTCCACTGCTGCTGCATAGTTGGCTACATTTATCAGCACCAACATGCCATCATCGTCTGCTCAAGAAAGTCAACAATAGCCAGTATAGGCCGTTCCCGTTCAATAGCCCACTCAATAGTAGTAGCAGCAGTTACCACAATAGCCATCACAGCCGCGTCAGGAGCCAGTGTAGCAATAGACCATTCAACCCAGCAAGTAGCCAGAGCAACCTACTCCTACTCCGATTCAAGAACAGGTCGCTGCTGTTCCACCCGAGGCACCAATGAGACTCAAGGTCAAGCAGTCAATCACGGTCGAGCGTGTCAAGCAGCTGCTTAAGTACAGAGTCGCCAACAACAAGCACGTGCTACGTGTTGTCGGTACTCAATTTTGGGGCATAAAAGGTATTTGTACCTACTTTGACAAGGATCAAAAGACTTTTGGCTTCATTGGTTTGGATCTTGCCGAAGATACTCCCAACTTTGCTTCCCAGTTTTGGTATTTGACCATTCATAATGATGTGACGGTTGTGCGCTTGGCAGAATTCGACAACCTTAGCGCGCTAAGGACATGTGCTCTTATGGACTTGAGACCAACCTATTACTGGCCTAGGTATCTTTACAAGGGCAATACCGTAGACGGTTGGCAGAGCAACTACTTTGGTGCCAATGATCAGAATCCTGTTTTGGGTTTCAATACTCCAGCCAAGGCAGACAAGAAATATCCTCGTTGCACGGGTATCTTGTCCAATCATGTGCAGTGTGGTCTGGTCAATTTGGCTCATCAGTTGGACGGCGATATCGAAGATGGTGGCTACCCGTATCTTATCACGCAGTATCCTAATGGTCGCGAGATACTCGACATTATCAAGAAGGAAAAACTCGTGGATGACAAGGCCTTGCTATTGTTTACGGATTACTAGGCTTACGGGTTCGAGAAGGAAGAAGATTTGTTCGACCCTGCCGTGAAACCTGTCAAGAAACTGCCTACTCCTGTAAGACCACCCGGTTATCTTACCAAGTCAATTGCCATCGAGTGCAAGAACATTGCTTAGCGAGGCGTTCGTATGCCCAGTCTCAAGTGGCGCATGGAAACTGAAATCTATGCCGATTACCTGAAGAGACTTGGAACTCATGCCATCCTCGAAAATATCAAGACCAGATTCGAGGAAATTGATGACAATGGGTACGCTGTTAAGTTGGGTAGTTTCACCGGTCTCATCTATTGCGAATCACCTCTGTACAATATCGACCCTCGCATCGAGGAACTTGAGAATGTCAATTTTGATGACAATGGTATCGATACTAACAAGAAGCAGGCAGAGGCAGACAATGGTATGGTTCCCATGGAGGATGATGTTGTTAGCGTTGAAGAACCCAAGGAACCCAAGAAGGCTACCGGCAAGAAGCGCTCAACTAGGTCTTCGACTGGCAGCAGCGGTAGCAAGAAAAGTTTGGGTAAGAGAAGTCGCACTGATTTTGTGGACCAGCAGGATGACGATATCGTTGAAGTAGACGAGCAAGGTGCTTCATCTTCTGCCGCTTCGAGTGGTGTTAGGACTCGTTCGGCAACTGCGGTGCACAGCAAGAGATCGAGCAAGGCAGCCGAGTCACCTCTTGATATGATTGCCAGAGCAGCCGAGCAGTCGAGCACAAAGGCTAAATCATCAAAGACCATCACTCTGAATACCGATGATATCTTTGACAATGCCGAGGACGTTATGGAAGACGATCCGGACGTGTTAGTTATTGACGACGGCAGCGATTAGGAGGATGAGAGTAGCAAGAAGAAGCAGAAGAAGCAAAAGACCAAGTAAGCTATCTAGAAAGGAATCCTGTTATTTATTTGTTTGTTTGTTGTTCAAAAATATATTTGTAGTGTTTTCAAAAAAGTTTTCGAAAGAGTCAAACAAAATTTATCTTTTTTTGCTCAACCAACAAACCAACTCTCAGAAAAAAAGAATGCAGTCTCAACAAGAATCTCAACCAACCATGCGCAAATATATTCTTCACATTGACTATGGAGGCTTCAGCTTGTCCAAATAGGCCATTCAACGTATTGCTCAACTTAAAAACATAACAGCAGAAGAAGCAAGTCTTTAGTTCAACTATTGTGACAAGATGGAAACAAGATGTGATTCTGATCTCATCAAAGTCATGGAAGAATTGGGCAAAGATGCTGAAAGCGAGTTTAACCAAAGTAAAAGTTATTCAAGATTCAGCATTGACCAAATATCGGCTGATATAGATTTGAAATATATTGATATCAAAGAATACGATGGGGCAGAATGGATCGAGTTGAACTATGACAAAGTGATTGAAGACTGCAACACAAAGGGAATGAGTGACGAAGATTTGGGCAAGCTGCTCCGCAAGGTTCATAAACATTGGTCACAATAACAAAAATAATAAACAAGTACAAATATTTACTCCAAATCAATTACTTTTTCGTATTGCTGCTGATAGGGCCAATCTTCTTGGACTGCCTTGTAACACTTGAGTCTGAGCCACTTTTTGAGCGTTTCTTGATCGGGTTCGTAGGGCTCACAACATAATTTGGCCGCCTTGGCATGCTGAGCAGTAAAATAGTCTTCGTCTTTCATGCCAACGGGACGATACATCTTGACATGTATGCCAGTATTGAGTCTCATTTCATCCATGGTGAGTGTAAAGCCTTCCTAGTCCAGACGGTCGACGATTTCCTGCCAATCTTCCAAAAAGTCTTCAAATGACGCATGGTCTTTGGCATCATCGTCCAAATCGTCAAAATCCAAATTGGGAACATAGTATTCACCTCCAGACCGAGCGTCCATTGCTGCCTCGGAAGTGTCGGCCACAAAATTGCCTTGCTGATCAAAGTGTAATTCGGTTTCGATGCCCACCTCGTCGACATCAATAAAGAATCCCTAAACAGTAAAGCCCTTGCTGGCATTGCGAGTAACTGCAAGTCCATTGAATCGACCGGGAACATAGCCAAGTTTGACAGGATTGAGACGGAGATAGTCAGGTCTTTCAGCCAAACAGCACGAAGGTATGGCTTCTTCCTAGTAGGCACGCGTGAACCTGATTTCGCGATCCAAAACAATTTCGCCCTGAGAAGTGCCGAGAATTCTGGGCCAACGAATAAGTTGACGCCATTCGGTGTTGTCAAACCAGCCGCTGCCAAAAAGCGATAATAATTTTTCGAGATCAGGTCTATTGTCGACATCACTTGTGTCACTGCTGTCGAACCCGTTCGACTATGTGATCCTAAAGGATCTACCGCTGTCGCTGGAAACAGATGATGTATCGTCGTCAAATTCTTCGAATTGCATGAGAGTCTTGGGCGCCGCTGTGGTTGAGTATGGTTGGTAACGAGCAGGTGAATGAGGTTGGTCGTCGCGAGGCATTTGTTTGTGCGTTGAGAAGGGGTAGTGGAGGAGGCAGAAGGTGCTGAGAGGAAAATTGTTTGCTGGAGGGGTGTTTTGGAGGTTTTGCCTGCCACGTCACATTTCATCGGCGAAGCCAGTTCCAACACGTCAAGTTCCTTGCGATCAACTTGCACAGCACACAGCAACTTGACGTCCAGTTTCATCAAAGCACCCCTTCTCCAAAACAATTTTCGCCTCACCCCTTCTGTCACCCTTCCTCCACTTAGTCAGCCAATTCACTCACGCCAGCATGTCATCACTCAAACAGACATCACTCACAAGTTTCTTTGCTGCCGTAAAACCATCGCCTCCTTGCTAGTCGTTACCCAAGGAAATAGTAAGCGATGACGAGGACGATACTCCTTCACCATAGTAGCCGCGTTATCGTTAGTCCACATCAACAAAGAAGCGTGCTCACGAGACTGCAGCTGAATATATTCAGCACATTGACCCTAAAGCGTCTGCAGTTAGACCAGCCCAACGATTGGGATCGAAAAGTTATGCATCTGGATCTCGCTCATCTGTTGTCGAACATGCTCGACGCTTTGATTCCAAAGAATCGGCTGCTAGTAGACATGTCCAGAAAGATTCTGTGGCTACCAAAACATTTACCAAAGTTGCCATAAAGCCGCTCAATGAATACAGACCTGGTGTCAGGAGAAATGCTCAATCGGTCACTATCAAGCCGTAGCAATATCAATAGCCAGACACGAAACTGGACGTATTGGTCGACAAGGTAGTGTTTAATGATATACCGTTGTACACAAAAAACCCGTAGCGTATTCACAAAGCAGTTGCGCATCGCGACTATGCAGCGTTGTAGTAGTTGGTTGCAGAGGGTGCCGATTTGAATGCTTAGGACGGATTCGGTCGCACTGCCATACACATTGCCATCATTTTGTACGATTCTGTTTCCACTAGAATTCTGCACAATGCAAAGGCAAAGCTGAATATCAAGGATACTTTTGGTATGAATGCCGATAAACTTGCCGGTTTCATGCTCGACAATAAAGTATCTATTGGTCTGAAAATCAAGGCATACAAGAGAAAGTGTCAGGCACCATCATTGTCAGACTTGAAAACACGTGATCGTAGGGTAATGACAAATGAAGAAGACGAAGAATAGGAGGACCAAGACGACGAAGATGGAGACATTATGGACTTGGATCGTCAGGACCAGGACCAATTCGACGAAGTAGAGGAGGAGGAAGACGAGCAAGATATTGTAGATTGGGACCGTTTGGACGAAGAGGAGGAGAGACCTCGCAAAAAGTCCAGGTTTATCGACGATGAGGCAGACGAGGACGAATGATTGTTGTAACTTGTGTGCATGTGGTAACAATGAATAATCAGCTACTTTGTATTTATGAATTGCTTATTGTTGATATTTGCCCGACTGACGGTCAGCCACTTTCGCCGTCCAAGTAAACACGAACAACTTTTATGCTGTCATTTTCGAATTCTGTAACATTGTCATTCTCACCCAAATCGTCATTATCTTCATCGTCTTCTGTTCTGAATCCGCCTCCATAGTAAGCAAAGTATTCCAGATCGTTGACTTGGGTAACAATTCCGAGCCACTAATTTTTTCTTCTCAATCTGAACCAGACACCTTCGGGATTGTTGTTCTTGATATCATTTTCGGATTCAAAACCGATCTTGTCATCCACGATAATGTCCTTCGACTCTTGCTTGTCATTGTGAATGTGTACTAGTTTTACACCTTCCTCTTCACAAATATCGTTCAGCAATACCTTGTATTTTTTGCGTAAAAGTCTGTCCTCGTATCCAGTGTTGATGACCAAATAGCAACGCTTATTTTGCTTCTATGGTTGTGATGTGCTGTTGTTGTTGTCAATAACATTAGCAGTATGTTTGGGTTCCAGTTTGATCATTGTTACATGGTATAGCTGATAGCCGTCGTAACCTACATCGTTATACACAGACTCCCCATCTCTAAAATCTCCATACATATCAATGTCGCTAACGGTGAGCGTAGTATAATATCGCTTTTTTGATTTTTGAGTTTTGTAATATTCTGTTTCATCATCACTCGAATACAAATACTCTTCATCGTCACTTTGTTCTTTTTCGTCATCAGTATTTTCATCTTCATTGTCTGATGGAGAGTCAGGATCGACAGTGTAAATTCTATTCATGTTCAAGTTGGTTCCATGAATATCTGCGCTATCATGATGATCATCTTCATGCACGAATCTCATTTTCATGAGTTGAACAATGTGTGTATCTCGCATCTTGGATTTGACGTCTTGATACAACTGCTTATCAACGCCAAACAATTCTCCAAAAGCAGTATACTTATGAAACAGTGGAATGAATATGGTTTCGTTTCCACGCTTTGCCAACTATTTGAACAAGCTTGTAAATCTACTTTGTACAGTTTGTTGGTAGCGGTCAATCAACTGAAGTTTGTCCAAGAGTTTGCTCATCTCATCGACTTCGGTTGTCGTAAATTTGGTACGATTTTCGATGTTGTGGACAATGTCAATTGGAGAAGCAAGTCCCCAAATTTTGAATTCTTGATCTATGGCATTTTGGTCCGACAGAACAATGTTCATTACATTTGGATCACTAGCATCAAGGTTCAGATTCAAATAGGGAACAATCAAACCAAAAAATATTGTCTCGTTTCTGTCTTTGAACAAAATATTACCATCTTGGTCACGGTCGATTGGAATCAATGTATCAATAAGTCGACCAAAGAGAGACTATGGAAAGTATTTTTTGATCATGACATTCGAAAGTGTGGCAACTTGCTCGCCAACTCGAATTTTGAGAACCTGTTTTTCGTCATCTAGGGGAACATGCTCATAAAAGAGTCTAGTCTTGAGCACATACTTGTCACTATTTGCATCTGCATTAATTTGGGAAGCTTCGTGAGGAATTTGATGATAAAAAACAAGACATTTGCCGGTGTTGGGAAAGATATCTTCGTGAGCAGCATATTCTGCGTTTGTGTACAATCTGGTTGAGCCACTATAGTTGCCGAGATTATTCAAGTAAATGAGAACAGTCATTTGTGACGAATATTTTTTGCCATCAATTTCAACAACTTCGCTCGTGTCGGTGTGTTCGGCAAAATGGTCCTTGCCTCCTTTTTTGTAGCGCATAAACTTTGCATTGCGAGCCAAATGACTGATCAATAACATATGCTTACCATCGTTGCCCATAACTTTTGGGACTTGAGACTGAATTTGGTCAAAGATGGTGTCATAGATTTCTCCCTGTAGTTCATAAACCTATTCCATGCACCTTCTGACTTTGCGTGATGCTTTGACACTGGTTGCACCCTAGTTTATGCCAACCATACAGGGTTGAAAGTTGTCATAGTTTCTCATGCATGTTTTGATAATTGAGTCGCATGCCTTGTCGTCGAGTATGTGGTCGAAAATGTAGAAGGATTTGGTGTTGGACATTTTTTTGTTTTCGAGGAACAGAAGAAGAATTATTTTTGTTGTTGTTGCAAAGTTGTTGGTTACAATAATTATTTTTGAGTTGCAACTTTTTTGAAGTCTGTGCGCTTGCAATTTTTTCCACCATCACAGCACCAAGAAACAAACAACGCTTCATATCTCCACCCCTTACTCCAAATTCTTCAACATCAACCAATCATGTCTGTCGTCAACAATACCAACAGTAACAACCAAGAAAACATCAAGAGTCTTCCCTTTTACAAGACACCAACCTTTATCACAACTGCATCTTCGGTCACACTGTTTGGTCTATGGTGTCTCACCCGCATTCACATTTCCAAGCCGAATCAATACTTGGTCAAGACAGGCATGGGCATCAAGGAAATGAAGATTGGCAGAAATGCTATTCAATGGCCATTTCAACAAATCATCAATGTCGACTTGAATCCCAAGACCATCTCATTCGACCTCAAGGGCATGACCGAAGAAAAACTGCAGTTCAAATTACCAACCGTCCTCACCTATACACCTTGTGACCCTTCAGAAGATCCCGATGGATTCAAGAGATATGCCAAAATGATGACAGAAATCACACCCGAACAAGTTGCAGAAATCATTCTGGGTGTTGCCGAAGGTGAAGTCCGTACTCGCACTGCCACCATGTCCGTCGAGCAATTGTTCAATGATGGAGCATCGTTCAGAGAAACCGTCATCAAGGCTGTTCAAGAAGACCTCAAACAATTTGGTATTTTTGTTCGCTTTGGTAACTTCCAAGAATTGCAGGACACTAGCAATCACAATTACTTTGGCATGCGTAGCACTCGTGCCATCGAAATGGCCAACTATGAAGCACAAAGCAATGCTGCTCAATCAAAGCGCGATGGTGAGATTTCGATGGAAAATTCAAAGACCACAACTCGTATTGCCGTTGCTGAAGCACAGAAGTAGGCCAAGTTGTTGGAAAATGAGGCTGCCCAAAAAATTGCCCTTTCGACTGCTGAACTCGCCAAAGTTTAGGCAGAAGCAGACAAGATTACCAAACTTGCGCAAGTTGAATCCAAAATGATTGCTCAGCAAAGAGAAGTTGAACTGCAGCGCCAATTTGATGAAAAGAGACGTCAGCAGCAAACAGAATCGCACAGAGCCACTTTGTTGTCCAAGACCATTGTCGATGCCGAATCTCAAGAGCGTCTTGCAGATGCACTCTATTACCAAAAGACCAAGGAAGCCGACGCATAGTTTTATACCAAGTCCAAAAATGCCGAAGCCACACTGTTGCAATACAATGCACAGGCCGAAGGTTTACAGAGAATCATTGGTGCATGCAACAACGATCCCCGTCTAGCACAATTTTATTTGGCTCTGAATTCCAACCTGTATCCTGAACTGGCGCGTCATCAGGCAGAAGCTGTTCGTGGCATGCAACCCAAACTTTCCGTTATTACTACGGGAAGTAACGATGATGCAACTGAACCTGTTATGAAAATGATTCAAAAGTTTGCACCAATGTTACAGGGTCTCAACGATTCTGGTCTGGGTGATTCATTAGGTGAACTCAAGAACAAGATTCTTGGCCAAGTTCAACCACAACCCCAACCTGTAAACAAAAATGAGAAGCGCGAATAATAAATGTCATTGAATTCGGGAACAAAGAATTTGTCAAGTCATCTAAAAAACTATCCTGTTGACTCTTTTTTTAGTTGGTTTGTCTCAAAAAATATGGACCAAAAATCTGGCAAGGACAAGAAAACATTCTTTCAAAAATTTACGGATGCACTCATTCGTCTATCTTCGGGTTCATCTTCCGATAATGACGAAGTTGAACTTGTTCGTCAATCCATGCAACAACATGAACCTGCTGCCAAGCGACCACGCCAACAAGATACTTAGGTAATTGAAATCAGCGACGACGAAGGCGAAGATAGTGACATTGAATTCTTGGGCGAAACACCAAAACTCCAGCAACAATAGTTGGACAAGACAAAAGTTTCCATTCTCAAAAGACCCAATGACTTTGTTCAAGACGACAAAAAATTCATAGAACTTGCAGATTTCGTTGAACAATCCAACACTGCCAACGGTATGATGTCGGGCGCTGATTCGAACATTTCAGGTGTAACTTCTAAACGATGCAACCTAGATTCACTATCCAAAATTGCAAACATTGGCAAGAGAATAGGTTATGGAAGTTACGGTACAGTCTATGATGCAAAAGTTAATGGATACAACAAAAACTTGGCACTAAAACGAGAATACTATCGCAAGGCAAATCGTGCCGAAGATATGCGACATGAACAGGCTCTTCTCACTGAACTGTCCCAAAAGTATCAACAAAACCCATTCATTTTGATGTATTTTGGTGGATGCGATGATATCAAAATGAAAGATTATGACGAACAGACGCCATTCGTAAACAACAGAGGTTTTGGCGTTATCAACAATATCGACAGCGAAGAATTGTCTACAGTACGACCAAGAGATGACAACAATATATTCTATGTATTCTCTGAGCGAGGTAGCATGGATCTGGAAAAATACATGGAAACGAATAGCAAAACAATATCAACATACGAATTCTTGAACCTTGCTCTTTAGGTTTTGGTTCAGACTGCGTGGTATGCTACGGAATTCAACATTGTTCACTACGACCTGTACTTTAGAAACGTTCTCATGTTCATGAACAACAATGCCGCGCAATATGACTATAAAAGTGACCGCGAAAAGCACTCGTTCATTTTCAATGTTTGCGGCAATAAGTTTATTGTTGATGTTGGCAAATACATGTGCAAGATTATTGACTTTGGTTTGGCAAGCAGAGGAACAGAAGAATTCTTGAAGTACAGAAGAAACAAAGCACATATGGAACAAAGTAAATTCCTCGATACCCATCCAACTGATACCGATCATGTAAAAGATTACATATTGCCTCCATATTGTATGGATGTATTTGCCGTTTTGGCGAGTTTTTATGACAGCTACGATGATTTTGATCTTGGAAAGCGTAAATGGTTGTCACGAGCATGGGAGTATCTTGTTGCAGATGTCAAACAAAACGAAAGTAAGTATTGGTAGCCACAGGCAATTTGCGACTTTATTGCTCATGTTTTTGGACCTGAGTTTTTGAAGCAGACCGTTCCAAAGTTGGGCACCTTTGATATGTTTGTGCAAAAAGACTGATGAGCAAAGCTGAGGTAACTAATAAAAACGAATTCGAGTTTTTACCAAAAATTTTGCTATTGTTGCTACACTGTCAACTTTCTGGTAATGTGTCGGCAGATAACCTTGTAAGTTGGGTCGTCTGTGTTGTCGGCAAATACGAATGAAAAGTCTTGAAGCATGCCGAGATTGTTCATCAAAATTCTTTCATTGGTCGTAAAGTATTTTCGAAAGGCGTTTTTTACCAACATGCCATCGTTCATGGGCATTAGGTGACCGAAACCTCCATAGGCTTCTAGTGCTTCGTGAATGTTGTTTTGAGCGATGCCTTGGATAATCATGGGCGCAATGAGATTGACGGGTGTCGATTGGTCTGGCATATTTCTTTGTTCGTTGGTTTGTGACAGTGTTGGAAAAGAACAAGTTTTGTTTTGTGTGCAGAGACAAAAATTATTTATTATTATTGCCGTCGAACAGGTTCGACCATTAGATTCTATAAATCGGCTGTCGATAAGCAACCCAAAAAAAATAGTTGAGAACTTGACCAACGAGAACACACCCGGTGAAACTTGACAAACTTTTTTGGAACTCGACCACCCCTCACTGCTAACCAACAAACAACAACCCCTCACACACCCCTTCCCTCCTTTTTACAACCAACCCTATAACAAACCAACCATGTGTGATATTACATTTACTGGAGTATTTGCATTGAATCGCCACTTGGATACTGCCACTGCCACCTTGGTTCACAATATTGGCCAAAATCGACATGTTGCCCGTGACATTAACAAGATTGCCCAACACAAGAATCTGAACTTGGAGGATGCTGTGGCTCTTTATGGCAAATATGGCGAATACTTTTTTGAAACTGATGCCCCCGTGATGCTCAAATCCCATGTCGAGCAATCATGCTGTGCATTCCCAGGATTACACTGTGGATGGGATTATGTCGTCAATTGGCAGGCAACCCGATCCATGGACCCCATACCCGTCATCAAATACATTGGTCAAGGCAAGGCAATCGATAACTTTGCTCATTGGCTCTTATTTTTGGTGGACCGGATACTTGCACCTCGTGGATACGTGCTCAATGGCATGGTTGTTTTCAATGGATACCAAACACACAAGGAACACGGAATCATTCGGATAGAAGATAATGTCATGACTCTTTGTCATTTGGTTGATAGCGTCGATACCAAAGCAGGAACCATTAAGATTGGCAGTTGCATCTTGACCATGGAGTCCGAGCAATTCGAAAAGGATATCCAACAGGCAAACGAGCAGGTCGATCAGGCTATTGAGAAGAAAAAGTTTAGGTTGCTCAATGACTATACTATTCGACGAAACTTTGCCTTGATTCGAAAAGAGTTGATGAAGTCATTAGTGTTGGGCATGCATGTCCTAAAATTGTAACATAAAACATTGTATAACTTTTTCGTAATCAAATTTATTTGATAGATTCTGGCCTTGTAATCTAATCAGCACGAACACCACAACATCGTTCATACATCTGCAACAACGGGTAAGCAAAGATTAGCAGCAAACCAAAACAAGCACACAATACCCCTCCCATCCTCCAAAGCAACATGGCCACATCCGTCGCTCACAAGGCATAGGCGCTAATCGAAGACGCTAGGCAGTTCCCCGAAAAGTCACTCCCCACAAATATCGACCGACGCACCTTTGTTTCCGTCTCCAAGGAGCAGTTTGATGAAATTATCAAGGCCAAACCAGCCGGTGTTCTGTGTACTTAGGAAGAGATTGACAAGATCAACGAGCAACTCGGATCTACCACGAAGCTGCTTCGATCAGAGGCACGTTTCTACAACGACCTCAAGTGTGAGTGCTGCTCTAGACAAATCAACTTCTATGATGTTTTTCAGCAGGGTGTCAAGTTACATGGTGTAACATTTTTGAAGTGGGCAATGCTCGATGGAAACAAGAAGATTCAGATGTTTCCGGACCACTTCAAGCAGACGATCGAGTGCAGCGAGTGTGGTCACAAGATGACGCGTGACCAGTATGACCATTACAGCACCAAGGATTATGCTTGCGCATGATTAGTCGTTTATTTTGTATTTACATGTGGCAGCCCAGTGCAGCCATCATCATAAAAAATTTTATTGACCAACTTTTTATTTCTGAACTCGACCAAAAAATATTTCTGAGTCTGCTCCAAAAAACTTTTATCGACAACTTTTGTTTGCACCCTCTCCCAGAAAAAACCCCATGTTTGACCCTTCCACCGAAAAATTTACTTTTGGTTCAATTTTGCCATTCACTGTCAATATTTTGCGCATAGCACCATGGAATCATCCTTCAAGATTTTCCTTTGGTGGCTATGTCACAAACACTCCTGCTGAAAAGAAGAGCATTAATGGCCACACCTATGTTGTTCTTCCACACAATCAACCTTTCCATATCGAACTAACCAACAATGGTCACACCGAATGCGATGCTACAGTTGAACTCGATGGCAAGTCAATCGGCAACTTTAGGGTCAATGCACAATCTACCATCAAGATTCAAAGGCCAGCCGGCATAGACAGAGAATTGAAATTTGTTGCCGAAACTTCTTCCTAGGCAACTTAGGCAGGTGTAACTATGGGTTCCGATAGAAATGGTGTTCTCAAAGTTACATTTAAACCACGTAAATTGCAGCAGACACTTTCTGGACCTGGCCAACGATTTGGCTCTAAAGAGCCTGCTTCAGATCCATTGACTGCCTCTTTCTATGGTTCAGCATCAACAATATCCAGTGGTTTTTCATTTGGATTCGGAACGGGTTCTCCTGCAGTTGGAGGCTTCGGTACTGTTCCCGTCGGCGGTGGCTTTACATTTGGTTCATCTGCTTCTGCTCCTGCTGCATCTGCCAGTTTTGGTTTTGGTGCACATGCCGGTTGGGCAAATATCAACAACAGTCAATAGTAGTATTCCAGCGGTGCCACGATTCTTTCTGGTCAGACAACGGGACAACTATTCAAGGAAGTGCCCGACATCCCAGAAGATGAAATCGACACAGCCAAAGTTGCTACTGTTGTCTACAGACTTGTTGCCGAATCTGTCCCTCAACAAGAACAATATCAACCCATTGCACTTTCCAAAATGCCACAAGAAATGTTGGTGAATCCTGTTGCTCCTCCTCGCATTGAATTGTTTTCTTAGGTCCAGCAGCAATAGCAACAAGAGTCAAGTTTCAATTTTGGCTCAAAGCCAAGTGTCATGTTTGGCTAAATTTGAATCTAAAATAATAAATACATCATCATCGAATTTATATTCATAAAAACCAATTAATTGTTTACCACGAAAGAACCTTTTCATTTTGGATGCTTTTCCACAGGTAGACTGAAACATTCTATTCATTGTCCACCGAAAAGTACAATGTACAATTATTCGTTTCCGACCGAGTAAATGTGGCTTCTCCAATATCATCGCCATATTCGATAAAAACCTCGCTGCTGCGCATCAGGTAAGGCACACAGGACAGAACAAGTTTTATGGCCTACAGTCCGGCAACTGCATCTTTTGCATGTGTTGTCATTGCTACCACATACTACTGCCAAATATCTGCATTATTGACATTGTATTCCTCAATAATGTGTTTGAGCATATAAGTATTTCTGGTACGCTTGGCAAAAACATCATATTCGCACTGCTCAACTTTGGGTGGCTTGGCAAATACGCAAGACTTGTTTTCGCTTTCATAATGACTGATTGCATATCTTATTACGAATTTCAATGAAGGCAAAACTTTTCCGTCCAAAATATCTTGCCGACAACTTGGCTCCTTAATCATAGTTTTGACCAAATTGCCATTGGAGTATTCTATACCGTCAATGTCCTAGTTGCCAAAGAAAATTCTATCCATGTAATATTTGACCCATGTAGCAACCAACTTTGCACATTCGGGTCGAATGATAAAATTTTTGGCCAATTCTCCGTAATGATGATAAACTTCCCAATTGATGAGCGCAAGAGCAATGGCTACGTAAGTTTGATTAACTGAGTTACCAAATTCGTAACCTTCCTGCATGTACCAGTCTCTGAAATCGTGGCTTTCTGGCGCAACCGATTCCCCAGCGGTCGTCAATGGTGCCTTTGATTTTGAACCACTTTGGCCATATTTCAACCGTTGCCAATTTCGTTCTTCGATATCTTCGCATGCATGTACAGGTGCTCCACTTGTACTATCGCTAGCCGAGTGCTCATATTTTGATTTTGGAACTATCGCTTTTGCATTGACAGATAAGAATAGTTGCCAATCGTATGATTCTATTCTTTTGCGCACATCTTCGGGTGCATCACGAACCAAAAACTACAGCACCATCAGGAATGGGTCGGTAAACTTGGCATTGTAGTCGAAACTATTCTTGATCATTGTTTGCCAAAGCTATTCTTCGTCGAGTTTCGCGGTTTTGGGATTGTGCATAATTTCAGCAGTTGCCGCATTGACCAAAGTTGAAAACCACTGACCCATGTTGGCTTCTACGAATTTGATGCTAACGGTTTCGTAGGATGCCATATCTTTGGGTAAATCGGGAACGGTCTAAACGGGCAAAATATGGGCACGCTTGTTGAAAAGAGTATTTGTCGACATGGATTCCACATGCTGCATATAGTCGACCAAGCATTGGAGCGAAGGAATATCGAAACCCTGGGAAATGGGCGCGGCAATGTTCAACATGTCGTCTATGCTAGCATTTTGGTCTTTGATCGTGTATTCGGAAACCAGTTTGTTGAATCTGGTGATGATGGATACGTCCGGATTGAATGCAATGCCTTTGGCGTAGGAGATATTGTGTGGAATTGTGTCACCTGCTACCAATAGCATCATGTAGTAGCGTAACCATTTGGCAACAATGTCAATGATTTCTTGTGTTGAAGAGAGTGAATTGAAGTTTAATAGCAGTGAGGCAGCAGTTTGGTAACAGTTTTTGTTCATGTTGAGAAAAAAAAGAGTGAGTGAGAGGCAAAGCAATAAAAATATTTTTCGAAGTTTTTTTTTCGGAAGACCGACCAAAAAAATTTTGGACTCGACAAATCTGTAACTTGTTGGCAATGGTCAATTTACAAATTCTACAAATAAATTTTATAATATATGCTTTCCTACACACTCAACCCGTAATCAAAACAAATTACGCACACAACCGGTATTATGATAAATGTCCACCTTGAGTGTAACATGAGGAAACTCGGGAGCAATCTTGGTAAGCAGCTATGGCAATCTGTCCATACTGTATGAACAATCCCGTACACAGATTCGAATTTCCACGGTGCAATAAACGGGAATCTTGAGTGTTTCCATCAAAATCGGGACACAATTTGCAATAAAGTGTGCACGATTGTAAATCTACACATGTCCCACCTGACACTTCTCATGCGAAAAGTTGGCCGCACGAATATCCTTTTCTTCCCAAGTGATGCATCCAGTTTTGATGCTTTTCAGCAGACCATGGCTATTCAATAAGGCACAAATCTCCACAACAGGCTTGGGTACTTGTCCAGTGGCATATTTGTAAAACTCCAAGCTGACGGTAACACGACGCTAGATAAACGACGGAACCAAATTCTTGATCTTGTACAAGGTGGACTCCCAATTGGTTTCTCCAATTTCACTCCTGAATTTGAGATTCAAATTGCTCAGACCCTTGAGATTCTCAATCAAAGTCACATTGCCCCAAGTCATTCTCGTGCATCCAAAATGGCTAACGGTATCCAAGCTGGCCAACGTAGGCAAAGGCAACTTGTTAATATCGGGAACAGTCAAAGATTTGAGACCCTTGACTGTTTGCATGTATCCAACGACTTTGCCACAAACACCAATGTCGCCACAATAAAATTCTTGGACCTCGGCACCATCAAGTTTCAAGGTTTCCAAATCGGATTCGTCACACTAATAATACCAGTCGCTAAGCAAGGTTTTGACATTCTTGCGGTTCTGGCTCGACATCATCAAATACATGCCGACGGGACACTTTTTAAGCACGCACCTGCCGTTGCCAAGTAGCGTCTTCAATTCCGCGAACTACTGGTCATCAATGTCATTTATACGAATGGTATCCAACCAAATCGTCCTGACCTTGTCCGGATGTTTCAACACAATGCTTGCCATCGTCGTGCTCTATCTTTCGGATACTGCTTGATAACTATAAATAGCGCCGCTAAGTGGAACAATATCGATGGACTTGAGGCGCTACATTTTCGATACCAATTTTTCGCTGCTCAAGAATGATGCTAGTGTCTAGATATCGGTTGCTATGCTCATATGCTCCAACTAACGAAAAGCAAAAGAAGCCAGTGCTCCCGGAAATTTGCTTGGAAACATAAAATTCTCAAAGGTAACCGAACCAAAAATGAGATATGGCTTTCTCGTTAGGTCACGCTTAAAACGGCCTACGCATCTGTTGAGTTGCCACAGCTTGCTGACCCTATAGCTGTTGAATTTTAGCATGTACTAAATGATGGCCATGGGCAGCTACTCAAGATCGCGACGAAACTGGGTCAATTTTGCATGCTCTTTGCTAGCACGACGGTCGACTACAAATCTGGCCAACTATTCTGAGCGCCATGTGGTGCTGATGATTTCGTCATACTGTTCAGTAAGCCTTTTGATTTCTGCATCGTCAAGATAAAATTGTGCATAGGTGCGTTTTTGTTTTTGAGACATTTGGATGTTGTTGGGTATTGGATGTTGGGTGAGAAAAAGGGTGTTGCTTGATAAGGGCAGTGAAGGGGGTTGGCTGAAGCGAAAAAGATTTGTTTGCCGTTGGCTGCAAAAGAAGGGTGTTTTGGAACTTGACACCTGAACTCGACCCTGTGCGCCGATAAAATGTGACAACATCCTGTTCCTGTCAGCCTACACTTGACAAACAAAAAAACAAACCGTCTTTCGCCTCAGCCAACCCCTTCACTGGCCACTTCTGCCGTTTCCTTCGTCAATCAACCCGATCAACCTCTGCCTCTTCAACACAAACAAAATGACCACTGCCACCAACACCGCCATCAATCACCGCAAGCGCTCAGCCGACAGCATCACCCAAGAAGACTATGTTGAACACCTTGATCAGATCCAAGAGACTATCAAGTGGCTCAACAATAATCCTCGCGTCACACAGACATTTGTCGACCATTACCTGAAAAATCAAGAAAATATCGTAGCTTCGCGAGTAGCCGGTGCATTGTAGAAAACATATTTTAGCAGTCTGCCGCAGCACATCATTTTATATTGTTTTAGTTGGCTGGCTTTCAAAATCAATCTATGTTTGGGCGACGTTGCTACCAATGTTTACAAAATTCATGATGATACCATGGATACGCTTCGTGACATTACGGGCTATTTCAAGAATGATTCGGACCGCACACCCAAACTCATCTTTCCCACCATGCACGTAACAGTCGACACCCTGGACCCCGACTATCCAGAAGATTGGAAAGTCTTCAAGTAGCACGGCTTGTTTCGACTCTTTTTGCGCGACATCAGACATCTCATAGTGCCCAATCTGATTTCGCTGCACTATTTTTGCAAGTTTTATCCCAACTAGGCAGGATCTTCAGATTCAGCTACCGCACGTTCTACCGAACTGATTAGTCGAACGGTTTCGACGACAGCGCCTTGTTTGATGAGCATCGGTGTTCCCATTGATGTGCTAAACGAAGCTTCCAACTACTATGCCGAAGTAGTGAACCTTGTTGCTCTGCGCAAGTGGTTCAATGGAAGACCCGATTTTGCCAAGTTGCTCAGTTATTGCTTCTGTCCCAATGTGCACCCGATACCTGACTTTACCGACGAAAAACTGGCAGTGTCAGAGCAATTTCAGCAGTGCAGCGATGATGTGTTTAGAGACTTGACCGTCGATGCATAGTCTCGCATCCACAAGATTTGCTTGTCTTTGGACTTGGACAAATTTGTCGATGCCGTTGCAAATGTCCCAACAAAAGGTAACAATATTCGTACGCTTGTGGTTGATAATAGTCTGGAAACACCAATGTATCAAGAAAAGTTAGATAGACTTTGTAGCATGATACCAAATCTTCGCACCTATAAGCAGCTGGAACGAAAATACGATTTGTTCGAAATTGTATGCAAAAGGTGCAGCTTGCTCGAATAGGTTGGTTTGGATTTGGACTATTATGACTACCAGCAGTTGGAATCGCTCACGAAATTGTAGCATCTCAAGTATGTCGAACTGGTCATTAGTCCGATGGAAACGCAACACTTTGTTTAGTGCATGGATACACTGCATTCATTTTTGCCGCTGTTTCCCGAAGATGTCAAGTTTAGTCTGTCCTTCTTTCGCTATGAGCATGCATAGTTTGAAGATTAGGAAAGAGAAGCTTTTGTGAACTTGATATCGGCAATGAACGAAAGACGTTGCCTTTGGGAACTCGTAGTGCGTAGTATTGTATGGTCTCAGGATCTCATTAGGAGATGCAAGTTTGAGAGCGGCATTATTGAAAATTTGGCCATCCAGATGCCCGAAAACTATGAATGGACATTGGATACATTGATCCCCATTTTGTTTTGTCCAACGCTGCGTGCTCTCGATATCAGCATTGGTAATGAAGATGACAGTGATGATGACGTCGAAGACTTTGGCAATATCGAGATGAAGGATTAGCTGGACGATGCATTGGAGGATTTGTTTCCTAACTTGGAACTATTTGTATGATAAAGCTTTTTTTTGCTACACATGTTATTTATTGCATATTCAGCTTTTCTCCATTGTCATTCAGGGATGCATATTTTTCGGGGGACCAGATGACCTGTGGATATCTTTCGTGCAAAATATTGGCAATCATGCTACAAATTTCGCGCACTTCTGTTTCATTGCCTGTTGGTTGCATACGACCAATGAATAGTTTGTGAAAGTCTTTGATACTGCCAGTCATGCAAAAGGCAACACATTTGTTACATAAATTCAGTTGGTTCGATAACTCTCTGCCCAAATATTCTCTATAAGATTTGTTTGCTCTTTTATCGACCATTGCCGATATGACATTGTATTGAGAAACATCATTTTTGTCAGGCATGATTCGATACAAGGTTTCATCCATGGCTTCCGTGTTGGAAGATGTAAGACGAGCAATGCTAAATTCATGGTGCGAAACGAATTCCAACTCTGTTTCCAATGTACAGCCTGCTACTAATATGGTAACATGAGTTGATGCATATGGTGAGTAGTGCTTCAATTGATTCAACATCTTGTCATGATATTTGGCTACTTCTTCATCTGAAGCGGGTTGTTCTCTGAACGACAGATAGGTAATGCGACACTAGAATTCTCCAATCTGCAAATATTCGAGTTGATTTTGGTTGATGTTCAGTGAACGAAACAGTTGTTGAGCCTCGCTTGTTGTGCGACTTTCACTCAGCAACATGACACCGGGCTTTTCTACGAGTCGAGGATCAGAATTTTTGTCAACTTTGCCACCTGCGGTTTCGATAATGTGTTGCAACAAATCAATTTTGGGTGTTTTGGTGGGTTTTGTTTGCGCGGTGTTGTTCATGGTTTTGTTGGGTGTGAGGTTGGCAAAGAATATTTTTTTGTTTTTTTTTTTGCGAGACCAACAACTTGTGTGACACAGATAAAAAACTTGAACAAACACAAAAAAAAAACTTATTTGGTAAAGATGTCACTAAATGACTCATGCAACTTGTTGTAAATGTCGTGAAGCCTAGCAATCAACTTTTTGCGCTCCTCCTTGTTTTCCTCTTCGACAATGGCCTCCGAACACTCCTGCTTGTTTTTGAGAAACTCCTGCCTGCTCTTGTTTGCCTGCTTATGGATTTCTTCCAACTTGGCCTGATTCCTTTGTTGTTGCTCTTTGAGGTCGCGTGCATATCTGCTGCTTTCGAGGCTTTGATAATACTGGTAGCGTCTCTCATTCACACACTCCATAAAGGTCTTCTCCTTCTAAAAGCGATTGCGGTCGATGCCAATGAGGCGAATGACCAGACAATTCCAGGCGTGAAATTCGGTTTGGAGCAAGCTGAATGCTTCCTGGGTTGCTTCGCGTGTCGTCTTGTTGGGATTATTGACCAAAGCAGCCAAATGACTTAGTTTGGCAAGACGAGGACGCAAAATGACGTGGCGCTTGGCGGTTTGCTTGTTGCGAACAATGATTGGCGGCAGAGAAAAACTGGTGCGCGTGACGGCGATTCTTTTCAATGTGCGTGGTTTGACGATTTTGGTACTGTTGTTGGATGCAAAGGTGAGGTTGTTTTTGAAGTGAAGCTTTTTGAGAGTGGCAGGCATTGTTGTTGTTGCGGGAGATAATGAGCGAAGAGAAGAGAAAGGGGCAAGGGGCTGAGGCGAAAAGATTTTTGTTTGGGGGAAACGAGTGTTTTGGAGAAGGGGCGGCTTGTTTGATGTGTGATCTGATCGCTCGCGCGTCGGTTTTCAATGTGTCGTCAAGTTCCAACCTCAGCCGGTTCTTCAAAACCAAATGGTCGACCACGTTAGACAGCAGCCGGTTCGCATAAAAAAGTTTTTATATGGTTGCTTGGTACTATGGTCCAATTCTTGGAGCAATATACTTGTTCTTGAACTTGGGTTTTGGTGGCTGGTCATCATCATTGTAAATCTGTAGTCCCCAAAATATTGCGTCTTCTTTCATGGCCATTTGATAGTGGTCGATGTGCTTTGTTGAACCCGGTTGTTGCAAAGCCAAAGTTTGCATTCTCTGGTCAAAGTCTTGAAGATATTTTCTTGTGACCGTTGTCTATTTGGCATCAAAAACTTGTTTGATAGTTGGATTTTTTGGCTTGTACATGTTTGTGTTTGGATGCTGAACAAAAAAGTTGGCCAAGTAAATTTGTTTGAGCAATACAAAAAAATGATAATTCTTGGGAATATATTTATTCGCGCAAAAGTCGCCATTCTTCTCTGTCCTCTTCCACGATTCTGAGAACAGGTTCGGGCGAATTGTATAGTATTTCATAGTCGCGCACCCAGCTGAACATGGATGAACCTGCCATTGCTTCGGCACCAAAGGGATTAAATTCGACCAGGTAAACGTCCCAAGGATTCTTACCTTTGCCATCCCACAGAACAATGTCCATTGTGCAGTCTTCGTAGGGAATGTACGGATAAAGGTAGTTGTAAAACTTGGAGACTCGGTCAATGATTTGCTGCTTTTGGTCCTGAAGCTGGGGCAGGTAATATGGCGAACCGTTTTGAGAAATGGCTCTCAGTTGGCCTTTGTGTATGAAGCACCTGAATTCCATTTCATGTGGCATGTTTTCCACAAATGAACGGATTACTAGCGACTTGTCCATGCCAAAAGTCAGAGACTCGTAGGTGCGCATCGACAATGCAACTGCTCGGATGGCTTCTTGGGCGCTGCCAACAGAGATTGAGTGACCCTTGTCCTAGAACAAATCCTTGGGCGACGCGCCTCCTGTCCTGACGAACCAACGGTCAATTTGTTTTGTGCGTTTGTGGAGGTCCATAAATTTTTGAATCTTTTCCGTTAGGGCAAAGGTATGGTCCGAGTTTGTCCTGGTTTTCAAAATTTCTTGTATTTGCTGGTCGTCGAGGTCAAACTAAAATGTGATGTCCCAAGGAAATATCTTTGAGGCCAGCTTGTACATGTCAGGATACCATACTTCGTGATTGAAAGTATAGGTCTGTACTGCTTGGATATCGTCGACAGGAATCAATTTGTTGTCCTGTGTTACGATACAGCCATCACGCGCAGGCACTGAGACATGGTTTTCACCTTTGTCGCTGACTTGAATGCTTTGACTGTCAAAATAGTCAACCAAGTATAGTTCATACATGCGTCTGGGTATGGTAACATGTGAGCCATCGGCAGAAAGTTTCCACCATCTGAATTTTTTATGGTCTGCGAGATTGCAATCAATGTCATTCATTTTTTTTCGAGTTGGCAGAGAGCAGAGAAAAAAATGAATTGTTTTGGAATTCGACTGCACAACAAACAAACGGCAGATTCTTTCGATACAAAAAAAATATAGTAAGTTACAAACATTGTTTCAAAAATCCGGCACACCCAGCGAAAACGCCAACAATGCCGTATCAACATTATTTTTTGTGCATGCAAGATTGACGGCACTACGCATTTTGAACCCATTCGACTAATTACCTGCTAGTTCATAAAGTACCTACATCATTTCCTGACTATTGCGACATGCTGCTATTTCCATTACATCGATAAATGGTGCTCTACGTCTTTTGGCATAAATATCTACCCCGTAAGATGCCAAAAGTCTAACAATGCTGATTCTGTCCCAGTGCACTGCTTCGCAAAATGGAGTAAATTCAGAATCCGGAGACCCTTCAAGATTTGCTCCTGCTTCAATCAGCATTTTGCAAATATTTTCGTTGCCGGAGCGAACAGCATAATTGAGCATGGTAGACTTGTAAACGATGGCATTGACACTGCTACCCGAAGCCAACAAGAGACGACAAATTTCTTCTCGATTGAATCTGACGGCATTGAACAGCGGATTATTGGTTTCGCTAACATAATAGTTTACGTTGGCTCCCTGGCTAATGAGCATGCGGCACATATCGATATTGCCCTATTGGACAGCTATCGCGAGCAGTGTTTTGCGAAATTCCTCCTATGTATCCTTGTTTAACGAATTCGGACTAACGGCAAATTCTTGAATGAGCATGCGACAAATTTCCACTTGACCTTTGACTACTAATTTTACCATCAAAAAGCTGCTCTCATATAAATGTTGAAAGCTGCGATTTGTGTCGTTGATCGCGGGAAATTCATCTTTGCGACGAGTCCATAACTTTGAGTTGCCCAATGCGGCACGATAGACTGAATCGCGAGGTAAAGTCTATGAAATTGTTTTGATGACATCAATGTGACATTCTAACGCTGCGTAAGCGAATGGTGTCAAGATGATGCTGTGATAATCTCCTTGGGTCTACGATTGCTGTCGGCCTTGGTCGACGATTAGGTTCGAATGAACCGGCTGCTGTTGGACGTGGCCAACACTTTGATTCTGAAGAATCGGCTGCTGTCGGCCTTGGTCGACGATTAGGTTCGAATGAACCGGCTGCTGTTGGACGTGGCCAACACTTTGATTCTGAAGAATCGGCTGCTGTCGGCCTTGGTCCTGCTGCTGCATGCAAAGATTGATAAGTAGTGAAAATGGATCTGCGGCGACAATGGTCCTGACTGTGTTGAGGTCGTCGGACTTGATGGCCTACATGAGTTGGTGAGCGTAATCGGTTGATGTTGACATGTTGGTTGTGTAGTGCTGGGGTTGAGGAAGAGTGTGAGAAAGGAAGGGGCAGCTGAGGCGAAAGATGGTTTGTTGGAGGGGTTTGTTTTGGAAGGCCAGTCCGTCAAGTTCATGTTCTTTGACATCCAAACTTGACGTTGACTGTAATAATAACAAATAAATCAGATCAATACATTTATTATTTTACTTGTTTAGTATCCATAAACCATGGCAACACGAACAGGAGTATAGCTGGCAGTCTTGACCCCAGTCTTGTATTCTGAAGTGGCCTTGATCTGAGCAGTAAGCCAACTTTGGGCAGCATTCATGTCGTTGCCGTTCGAATCCAACTGTTTGATTACTTCACTGACCCAATATGTTTTGCCACTTGAATCAGCTGAACGGTTCAAGAGTGTTTGATAGGCATTGTCTACCATTTTGCCAACTTGGTAGGTCTTGTATTCTGCGGTATCCTTGAAACGAGCATCTAACCAATTTTTGATTTCCGTTTTGTTGGTACTGGTTGTGCCGAATGTTTTCTGGACAAGGCCAATCCAATATGTTTCACCGCTAGAATCGGCTGCACGACCCAACATGGACTGGTATTCGTCTTCGACCAACTATTTGACCAAAGAGGTGTTGTCGGCAGCTGGAGTAGTCGTTGTAGTTGCAGCAGACGAAGTTGTGGAAGGTGTAGAAGCGGCGCTAGAATCGGATGCAGCAGCAGAAGTTGTCGAGGTGCCGCTCGTGTTCGAACCATTCGAGGCGCTTGAGGTTCCACTGCCACTGTTATTATTGTTATTCGAGGTATTGTTGCTGGAAGAAGTAGATGACGAAGAACCAGTAAGTTTACCGATAGCAACGGCAGCGGCAACAATGGTCGCAATAATGATGCCAATAAGAACCATGAGCACAAAGAGTGCAGCTGCGGGTTTCATGTTTGTTGCCATGTTTTTTGTTTGGTTGGTCAAAGTAATGATGTTCAAGTAAAAAAGGTTTACCAATGAAAGCTGTTTTTTTTTATTGATGACAGACGACCATTCAGTTCGGACATTGGACTAATAATGTGTCATAGAGCATTAGTATCCGGGTTGGCTACAGGATTTATTGACTTCAATTCTTGAACCTGTTTTCGAAGTTCATCAACAGTCAACAGCAGTTGTTCAATCTATTCAGTCTATTTGTGCTAAAGAATAGCCAATTCCTTGACCAATTGCTTCAAATCCTTGTGCGAGTTGCTAAAAACTTCGACAAAGCCTGCAACTTCGGCCAGTTGTTCACGCAAAAGTTGAATTTGACCAGCGTTGGAATGGATGTGTGACTATAGTGGACTTGACATGCTTGTGTTGGGAGGTTAGAGGTTATGGCGAGTCGGGTATGGTTTACTATTGTATGTTACAGAATTCGATGATCAAGAAATATTTTTGAAAGTCGAGCAAAAAAGTTTCGAGTCGAATCCAAAAAATTTTTGAGTGGTCCCAACTTTTTCGAATCTGTGTCGCCAAAAAATTTCTGAAAGTTCGAACCACTCAAAAATTTTTCGGACTCATTCTGGACAACCAACATTTGACACTCACATAACAATAAACTTTGTATTATCATACATGCACCACAATGAACACAAAACCTCCTCGTCCGGCATAATGGTCTTGTTTGGACTACACGCATGAATATTGATGTCAACTGCATGAGTTTGCTGTTCATGGTTGAGAGTTTGGTGTTATTGGAGTGTAGATCCATTTGTGTTGTTTATTTGAGTGGACGATCCCAAGAATCAGCTTTGAAAGAGCAATAAATGATATATATCGTCAAGTTGGAACTTGGTGTTCGGGAACTTGACGGACCCTTGTCTGGTCCTTGTCACATCTCAAAAAAAGTGAGGCGCACAAACACCTCCAAAACAATCTTTTTCTCTTCAGCACACCCCTTCGCCTTCTTTTCGCGCCATCCAAACACACTCTCAACAACCAATAACCATATGAAGTACACTCTCAACACCATCAAATCTGTCAACCGCCGCTTCCATCCCTACAAGCACCGCCGTGTTTATCGTTTTTACTTTTCCGTTGCTCAGGAGCAGAAGCAGAAGCAACAAGAAATTTATACTCTCATGTCCCTGCCTGCCGATGTTTTCAATCACATTGCACACTATGCAGGTGTCAAGGCCTCGCGTGCTCTCTTTGGCACATGTAGATAGATGCGCCTTTAGGTGTCCACGCTCCACATCTGGGAACCGCTCGTTGATGAGAAGCTTGAGGAACTGGTAAAAGTGATCAATAATACCACCACTGTCACGACGATCATCGATCAAAAGTTTTTTGACCATGCCGGAAGGATGGTACTTGAATTGAGGGACTTCAACAGAGATCTGTACAGACTCTTTTTTAGTGAGCAGAGTAATGAAGAAATCGACGCCATTGCACTTGACATGTGGCGTGACCGTAACATGGCAATGATCAATGACATTTGTTTGTTCATCGCAGACAACAATAGCTAGGAGCAACCCATGCTCGAAACTGCTGCTGCTGATGAATATGATGCCACTGCTATTCAGAAGAAACTCTATGATCGCGTTTGCACGAATCGCATCACGGACATCTTTTCGACCATGTTCGGAAACATTGCTGAAGAGTATCCCGTGCATGTCCGCGGCGCCTATCGTTGCTTCTTTGTTCTCTCATTCTTGGAGAAGAATATCTGTCCCACCTGCCACGTGATTGGAGATCATCATAGGACATGCTAGTCATGTGATAAGCATCAATGTAGCACCTGCACCTTCAGTCATCGCATTTACAACGGCACTACCATCACTCGCAGCAACGAGAGGCCTCGTCATTGCACGGATGGGAATTTTTTAGGTGATTATTATGCCAGTGATTATGACAGTGATAGTGATGACGATTATGAAGACGCCCGCCGTTGTCACGTGTGTCATCGTACCATCTGCTCAGCTTGCGCCGTTTTTCGCAAGTTCAGAGGCAAGATGGACCCTGGCAACGTAGATCTGAGGGCCATGGCTCGCGATGAAATTAGGGTCCAGTGTTCATAGTGTTCGGATGCCATCGATTCCACACTTGACAATTGTTGTAACAGGAAGTGGCCCAAGTCCCAGTCTCAGTAGTAATCTATCCATGTAAATTACAATGTAATGTTTTTATTTATGCCAATTTATGTTTTCGATGAGAGGCCTGCTTTGCTCAAAGGTGTGTTGTAAAGATGGCTGATGGTTTAGCATTGGAGCGTAGATTCATTTGTGTTGTTTGTTTGAGTGAGCAATTCCAAGTATCGACTTTGAAAGAGTAGTAAAAGTTATCAGCAGTTTAGCAAGTTGGAACTTGGTGTTTAGGAACTCGCTATGCTCGTGACAGTTGCTATGCAACATGGAACTTGACGGGTCTCTCCAAAAACCCTCCAAAACAAACTTTTTCTCTTCGGCAGCACACCCCTTCCTTTTGCCATTTTTTCGAATGTCTCAACACCAACAGCATACACTTTCTTCGTTTCTGAAACCAAAAGCCACTACTGTCATTGTCGACGATGATAAACCAAAGTGGAAAGATGTCATCAATGAGCATAAGACCAATGTGTTGGTTAGTTATTGTTAGAAATTTTTGAGCAGCAAAAAATGTGACCACCTGATTCGCTGCTTTGATCGCAATTACAAGGACGATTTTGTCAGAGACACTTACAAGATGGTTGGCAAAGAAGTATAGAGTAAACACAAGTCTTGTGCGTTTGCAGCTGCCGATGGTATCAAGTATAGTTATGCCGGTCAGACCAAGGTCGCCAAAAAGTGGCCCAAAGAATTGGCGGATCTCAAGGAACAGGTGGAATAGGAATTGGTTAGCGTTGGCTTACTAGCAAAGGATGCTCATTTCAACTACGTGCTTGTTAATCTCTACGAAGATGGCAACTCTTCTTTGGGACTACACGTAGACAAAGAAGATGATATGATTGCAGGCTAGCCAATAGGATCGGTAACCTTGGGAGCCGAAAGAGACTTTGTCCTGTAGCCCATCAAAAGAAGAGACGAAGGTGAACCCGGCAGTAAGCGCACCGACACTGTTACCATGAAACTACACAGTGGCAGTCTGTTGGTCATGGCCAAAGATTGTCAGAAACACTACAAGCATGCCGTGCCTGTTCGCAAAGGTTTTGTTGGCAGACGTTACAATCTGACCTTTAGAGTAATGAAAAATTTGTAACTTCTTTGTGTACAACAACACTTTTGATGTTTATTCCAACTTTGTTTGTTCATAGTTTTTGCAAACCAACTCGTGAACCAAACTAATGTCGTCCACCATTTCCTATTGAATTTCCAAAACATGAGCACCATTCAACTTGGATGAACCAAAGTACAGCAACATACCCATCCAAATCACATTCCATGAAGATACCAACATAAATGGAACCGTAGATTGAAATAATCCAGATAAAGCCACTGCTGCTAGCATACCTGAAATTGCATCAGTAACAATCCAGCGCCCATGATACTTTTCCACAAAGATACAACCATTTTCGATGCGCAGCTTACGAATTTCCAATACGGATTGAGCAAACTTGATCAAGCTTTCAGTGTCTTGGGGTTTCAGATATTTGTAATGGGGCATATTTTTGCGAAATCTTGCCATGTCTCCATCTTCGATTGCAGTGAGTAACTTGTCTGAAAACGCGTACAAGACTTTGGGTTTGCGTGACTCGTATTCAACTTTGATATCGTGAATTTGATTTTTGAGACTTGTAAACTTGTTTCTAAGTGTTGTGCCAAGAGTGATTGCACCGCGCATGTTTGTAGTGTGTGAATATGGGTAAAGTGAAGATGGGATATGAAAAAAATATTTTGTTTTGTTTGCTGGGTTTTATATTATTCGTCTGCAAAGTCAATCCGATACAAACACGACAGGCGAATAATGCTATCTGCTCAACAATACAATCAAATCTTTGCCCGGCGAAACATCTTCCTCTTTGGTTCCATCCATCGTGCAAAGATTTTTGGAATTCTTCTTTTCGTACGTAACAACAACAATCTTGTCCCACATGCTGTTACTAACAATCTTATTCTGCTATATCAACCATCTGAGTAACAATGTTTCAGTGTGGCCGGCAAAAAAGTCGTACGACTGGGTTATGAATGCAGTCTCTTGCCACTAGTTGCCATATGTTTCCAAATCCTAAGCAACACCAGCATTCTGCATCATGTCGATAGAAATGGACTCAAACATTTGACCGATGGTATCCTTGTTACATTGAAACTTGGCTCTGGCAAACAAAATGTCGGCGTATACCAAAGGAGTTTCGCCCATGAATTCGCACACGCGTTGGTCGCTAAACGGCTCCTTGATGTGCTCAACATGCAGCTTGAACAATTCCATATCATTTTTGCTTCTTTTGGCCGCAAGAGTCAACCATTTGATCACCAACATTATCGACGGGATTGGTATTCTACCATTTGTTACCAAGTTGCCCTATGCCCACTGTTCCATTTTGTCCGTAGTGTAAATTGGCATGATGCCTTCGGTGTCGAGGATTCCTGCGTCAAAGTAAATATTTTCGAGCAGCACCTTTGTGTAAAGTATCACGTGAACATAGTATTTGAGCCATCTGGCGAGTATAATGACGGAAGCATGATAAGTGCTATAAAATTCTTCTGCGTCTATGTTGCTCATGTAAGCATTATTGCCATAATCATCCTTGTCTTTGCCAAAGGAACACAACATTGATACGGCCAAAGATTTGTAGAGGCATGAGCCATCGGGTGTTACATCGTAAAGTTTGTAATCCAACGATGCAAGAGTGTAGATGTCTGTTGATGTCATTTGGGTTGGGTGAGGTGGGATGTACAGAAATTGGGGGAAAAAGAATTTGTATCGTATCGATTTTTTTATTGTGCAGTCGAACTTGTTCGACCATTAGGTTCTATAGAACCGGCTGCAGTTTCGATTGGTCATTCTTCATGAAATACAATCTTTGCATTCTTGTGCTTTTTGGTGAACTACTACATAAGCTAATAACCTTCAGGCTTACGTTTACAGCCACGTTCAGTGGACAAGAATTCGAGTCGCTCGACACACGGCATAACCTTCTTATCCAATGCAGCCAACAATTCTTCATGTTCTTGACGTGTATCTGTCCAACCCATCCAAATCTAAAGTTTTTTCAGTTTGCAGTCGAAGCGCTCGAAATAAAATTCTTGGGCAACCTGAGTCGATATGTTACAGTCAAACTTTGCCTCGCTGCCTATTCTGATGCGACTAATGTTCTTGTTCGCAGTTGCAACTTTGAGAGCAATATCCAATGGTAACTGTCTATCATCGTATATACAATCATCATTAAACAAATCGACACGCTTCAAATTCTTGAATCCTTGAAGAAAGGCCGACAATACATCGCCATATTTGTCGATTAATCTAACACCCGAGAAGATACCTACTCTTTCCAACTTATCCTTGTTCAAGATTCGTTTTCCGTGCATGATGTGAGAATGGTCTATTAATGTACCAACAACATAGGGTTCAAGAAGTTTGAACATACTCTTGCTCAACTTTGGCATTGTGTAGTCAAACCACACATGAAGAATCTTTAGATTTTTGAAGCCAGCACGCAAGAGTGCCTTGAGTTTCTTTTTGGATTCTAACGGATCAAGACGGAAATACATATCTGCGTATCCACCAATGTGAATCTGGACAGTTGTACTTTGTGCAAGATGCAAGTTGTTTTCTAAGAAGGTTATCAAATCACCTCTGGTGTAATAGCGATGATAACTGCCAAGTTTGATGATACAGTTGTCGTCTGCATTTATGGGAAGCGTAGCAGTTGGTCTGTCCCAAAGTTCTTTGCGTACTCTCACTTTTAGTGGACTATTATTGTTTTTGGGGTCCCTCAATCTATGCTACTCGACAAGTGTTTGAAGTTCAGCAACTGTTGGGACGATTGTGCTTTTCATGGTGCACTATCAATGGTGAACAGGGAGGTGAATGTTATTCGAAAAAAAATTTGGTGTTTTATAATATTTTTCATTGTCACTGCAACATGCATAATATTTTTTCACATGTATTCCTGAACACAGAATCGCATAAATACACGAAGCCAAGCAGAGCCGAAAGAACACAAAAAAATAACACAAAACGCAAACAACAATCTCTGTTCTCTTTGCCCTACCGCACCCCAACCCAACAATCTCTTCACCCCCAGTATCAAATCAACACACAACAAGCCATGGACTCTATTGAAAACACTCCCGTCGTCGAAAACACTGAAGTTGCCGCTGCCGTCGAAGTTGCTGCCACATCTGACGAATCTGCCGACGTCCAAATGACCGATGCTGTCGAAGAGGCTGTTCAGGAAGCCGAGGAAGAACAAGAAGAGGCAGCAGAAGCCAGTGAAGAGGAAGACGAAGAAGAAGCTGATGAATCCAGTGAAGACGAAGAACCCAAGGCAGATGGCTCGGCTGCAGCTGCTCCTGCCGAAAAGAAGGCTACCAAGAAGAGAAGTGCTTCTTCTGAAGGACCGCAGTTTTCAACCTACATTGGTAAAGTTTACAAGGAACATGTTGACCCCAACAAGGAGTGCAGTTTGACCAGCAAGGCCTCGAAGCTTATCAATGCCATCCTGACCAAGAATACTGAAGATATTGCAGCCGAAGCAGTAAGTCTCTCTCGTAAAGTTGGCAGAAAGGGTATCGATGTGTCGGATATTGAGATTGGCGCTCAGCTTGCAATGGCTCATCCTTTGGCCAAGGAATGCAGCAGCTATGCAGATGTTGCTTTGGACAAGTACAATGCTTCTCGTCCTGTCAAGAAGGCAAAGACTGCCGAAGATGCTGTTTCTTCACCTGTTGCAGGTTCCGAGGAGCAGTGAGTGAAATCGTTTACATCATATAAATGAATCCCCGAAATACAGGTTTTTTGGAATGAACGTAAAAAAATTCACAAAGACAATGTGAAAAAATGTTATCGCCTTTGTTTTGCACTCTAAAAAAATATTTGGTTGTCTTTTTGTCGCGAGCCGTTCGTCTCCTGCCTCCGAATGAAACAAAGAAAAACCCCCAAACACACCCCTCCGCTTCACGTTGTCACCCTGTACGATTATCAGTCAAGCCAACCAACTCATATCATGGTAAAGAGAACTATATCGATCCCAAGCAGATAGGCAAAACAAGACTAGCAGCAGTCATAGGATCTTAGAGCAGAATCGACGAAAACAGATCCTATAGGATCAGCTACCGCACGATCTCTCGATCCACATAGTCAAACAGGTTTGACGGCAGGAGTTGAAATCATTCATCGAGATGCAGAAATATTGTTACGCAATGCACTACACTCTCTCAAACAAAAGGGAATGCCAAACTATCAGGAAATATTGGCCGAACTCAGAGCAGAAAACCTTCCATTTGACATTGATGCCATAGACTAGAGCATACCTGCTGCAACGGCACGAGTCGATAGCCCATACCCTGCACAAACGGTCGATGATGCTCGCAATCGCACCCTGAACTTTTTGGTTTATGTGGACCAACAAAAGGAAAAATAGCAATAGCAAGCAGGCACAACAAAAAGATGATCATGTGTATCGGACCAAAATAATAATATCATGTATTTTTGTATTTTTACTCGTCAGCCTTCTTGCCCTTCTTGGTGCTCTTCTTTTCTGAGGCAGCAGTCTTCTTGGTGGTAGACTTCTTCTTCTCAACAACAGCGTCCTTCTTCAAACCATCAGCCTTCTTCTCTCCTCTCTTCTTCTTTTCGGCAGCAGCAGGCTTCTTTGTAGGTGCCTTCTTTTCACTGCTTGCAGACTTGGAAGAACGCTTCTTCTTTGCAGCAGCAGGTTGTTCTTCACTTGACGAGTCAGCAGCAGCAGCAGATTTGGAACCCTTGACATAGAGAGTCTTGGGAGCAGTGGCATCCTTGAAAATTGCACCCTTGCCGAATCGTGCAAAGAGGACATTATCATGCATGATAACCTGTGCAATATGAGCGTCAGTAATCTGTTTCTTGCCTTCTTCTTGACAACGTTGCTTGGCCTTTTCGAGAATGGTAATAACAAGCTTCTGATTGATACCGGTAAGCTTGACAATGGCAGCTTCGGATACACGGTCATGACCTCCATGGTTCAGGATGTTCTGACGAAGTAATTGTTCAGTACGGGCCATAGAGAGAGCAAGACCATACTTGGCTTCACGATTGCGAGAAGCGGGAGCGGTAACGGCATCAGCAGCGACAGTAGAGTCGACAGAAACGGGTGATTCTTGAGCGGACATGGTTGTGTTGGGTTTGTTGTAGGGTTAGGGTTGGGTTGAGTTTCTTGCAGAAAGTGAGAATAGTTGTTTTGTTTGTGTTGTGTTGTTTGAATATTGCAACCAAAGCAGCGTGAATTTATGCAAAATTTGGTGGCCAGCCGAGTCCGGTGCGTCTCGTGTAAAAATTATAGAAATAATGCCAATTTGAACCGTTGTATGAATTTATTTGAATACTTACTGCACATACGTAATGCCAAGTAATATTTTGTACTATTCGCCTCAAAGTAGATACAGACATATATACATATATTCAGTTACATACATACAATGAACAAGTTTAATGGCAAAATATTCGTCATATCGGGCAAACATCCTTAGTTAACACATGTACATATCATAACAATGATTCGACAAAATGGTGGCAAGGTCAAATCAAACTTTACCAAAGATGTCAACTATTTGGTAACAACTTTGGAAGACTTTTAGAATTGTCAAGGCGTCAAAGTCAAAACTGCTCTTCAAAGGAACAATGTCAATATTGTCAAACCTGAATATGTTAGGTTAGGTGAACGACGTCATATATTGTTGCAGGCAGGTGCACCTCATCCCAACAGCATGATACCTACAATGGTTGAACATAAGATTGCTCCAACATTTGCATAGCCAGTCTATGATTCCAAAAAAATAAATTCTTATTGATTTGTATCTTTGGTTGTTTGACAGTGAACATACGACTTGGAACTTGACGGACGGCTGTGTCACATTTCAAAGGGGCACAAAAAATAGTCCCTCCAAAACTTGCCAACAACAACATTTTTCTCTTCAGCACACCCCTTCCGTCGGACCCTTCACTCTCAACACTGCACACACAAACCATGCCAACATTTGCAAACAACTACAAAGTCGAAATCTACTCTGCCATCAGTGCCATCTTCATCAAGTACAATGCACCCGACGAAATCAAGGAATTCTTGCAAGAAGATTTCAGGTCCCAATCCAAATTCGCTGATCTCGACGACATTCCCGAAACCGACGTTGATCTGACCGCATTTGATCGCCTTCGTTTCGGTCCCAATGGCTCAGTCACCTTTGATCAAGTTTGGAAAGCCTTCATCGAGCATTACTATCTCATGTTCAAGGTCAAGTCCACCATTCGCTACGAAAATGGCGAGTTGGTCAAAGATTAGCTGCGCGACAAAGATGGTCACATCATAGTAGACGAAGGCGACGTCCAAGAATTTGGTGGCTTGGCCATATCGACTTTGATCGCAAGCGTTCAGGACGCATTTGCCAAGGTGGGTCAGGATGAATTCAAAACCGGCTTTGCTTCATTCTTTGCTCGCGCGCTCTTGTTCTTTTCCTATGCTACATTGGCCGTCGTTCCCTTGATCGCTGATGTGTTTACCGATGAGCAAAAGGCTGCTGCCGCAAAGTTTAAACATTGTGTCCTTGGCTGCATAGGCGAAGATTTGGACATTTTCGTTGGTTGTGCAAGCACAACTATGGAATGCTTTGAGTACCTCATTGCCCCGCTGGTCCAATGGTCCTTGGGCAGCAATGCCATTACGTCGCGTGAGATTTTCAATAGTCCTGAGTTGTGTGCTATTGTGCATAACATCTTTGCCAAGGGCAGTTACAACAATGTCGATATTAGCGATACCGCACGCGAAGATGCCAATAAATTGGATCAGACTCAGTTTGAGCGCACATGCGGCGACTTTTTCCAGTTGGCTTTTTCTAATGCCAGAAGAAGAGTCTTTGACATTGTCAAGAGAAATGGCGTCACTGTTTACAAGGGCATGGATAAGATTGAACCCATTCTGGTCGAGATGTTGGATCGCAATGTTTTGGCAGGTGTCGTGATGGACGAATCGAAAATCTTTATCGATGACGAAGATGAGGGTATGGACAAAGGCCAAGAATCAGAGGAAGACGAAGACCAAGAAGCAGAAGAATTCGGTGAAGACGGCGACGACAATGGCAGCGAATATGAGCCCAGTGATGAAGAAGACGAGGGCTATGATTCTCAGATCAGCGTTGGCAAGAAGAGAGGTCGCAACGGTTCAAGTGTCACCAAGAAGAATCGCAAAGTTGCCAAGCGTTGAAAACTTGTAAACAAATGAATGTACCCAATAGTAGTTTATTTCGCTTTCGCAAAACAGCACATTTATTATGCACAAGGTGCTATTGTAGTAGTTACATGTTGTTCAGACTTGGTTCCTTGTTGTATTTGTTCAATAACATCAGGCTTAATGCAATGCATAACCCTAACAAGTGTTAACGAATAGAAACTTCTTGTGTTTGTCTGCTCACTATACTCTTCCGAAGACCAATATTTGATACCCTCCATGACCCAATCTTTGTCTGCACTGAACATGTTTTCGCCAGATCTTCCACCGCTGCGTTCATACATCACTACATCTTGTTCCTTTTGCAATAAACAATGAGAAAAGGCAAAATTAATCATGCTGACGTCGTCGTTCAACTAAAGTATCGTTTCTTGTGTTGGTCTACTTCCAAATCCACGGACTGTGGCATAGTAGTTGCAGTTATCCAGAGGTTTCAACTTTTGGTTTCTTGCATCGGTTGCCTCTTTACTTTCCATTTGACGTATCTCTTTCCCTTGAGGTGATGTCCACGTGTATTCGTTGGTCATTATCGCTACCTTGTAATCCAACGACTGACGAACGTGGTCGACGCTCTGGATCTATGAATCGTGCTATTGTGTGTCAAGATTTTGTTCCAAATGCAGGACCATGTAGTCATCATTATCGTCATCATCGCAGCGCATGTAGACCAATACCGTTAGTGGCTCGTTGGCAAACTTTTTGATTACTTGTTCAACGACTTGATTTGCTTTTTCTGGGCGTACATGAATTGTTCGCTTTACGTTATTGAAACTTTCAATGTTGGAGTCTTCTGGTCTCTTGGAAGTGATGAGAGGAACGGGCTGCTTTCCAACAACAACTTGTATAACTGTTCTGTTGTCGACGAGTTTCTTCAAAAACAGATTCATGTTTACCCATGGGTCATCATTGATTATCGAAAGATACTTGTACTTGTTCAAGTCGTCATTGTTGCATCTTTGAAAAATGGCTCTTGACATGAGAGTTGTTAGAGTCCCTTCCTTGATTCTTTCTTCCACAGAGGCTTCTACTTTTGTAACATCTGGGATAAATGGTTCTTCAAAGGCGGGTCTGCGATTCATTTTTTTTGAAGTTTGTGTTGGGTTGTTTGTTGTTGAGCAAAAAAATATTGTTTGGACCAGGTCGATAATCAAATCAGAAAAATAAATTCTTCAAGAAGCAACAAGCCGAAAAAATAAAAAAGTTTACTTGAGTTTTGAATCGATCAAACGAGCATACTTTACAATACGTTCATGAGTACGTGCACCTCCACCCTAGGTAATTCGTTTGACAATATCACGTTGAGACCAGTCTGGATGAACGACACGCAAGTGGAAGTAGAGCAGTGAGAATGCTTGACAGAATCCTTCGGTTTCGACAAAGTAGCTGTTCTTTTCATTGTCTGCCTAGACCTAGGGACCAACTTTGGGACAGTAGTCCAGAGGGTGGATGTATTTGTAGCCGCGCAAGTGTTTGTGAACCAATTCTTCTCGGAGCAGATTGTCGACTTCTTCGTGAACCATGTCCAGTTCGAATTCACCTTGGGGTTCAAATCTTTCGACAGACTTGGTGTTTGCGTCCTTGTCAATTACAATCATGTTGGCGTGGCCAATGGCAACACTGTTGACGTATACTTTGATATACATGGGGATAGCAACAAGTCGATTCTTGCAGGTTTCGATTTCGTGCAGTAATTTGTCAATGCCTCCACCAACCTTGAGGTTTGATTTGGTAACTTTTCCGTTTCCATTGCTGTCAGAATATACATCGATACCAACCTTGATAACATGCTCGTCGTACTTTTTGGCTTTGCGCAAGCAGACAATGTGTTTCTTGGCCTAGTCGGTTTCGACCAAGTGATACATCCAGTCGATATTCTTACCTTGCTCACCAACCCATTTCCATGAAGCAGGGATTTTAACCTTGTCGACCAATTCGTCAATATCAAAGTCTTGGCTGACAAAGTGTTCAAACATTTGTTCCTGTTGCTTGGCCGCTTTTTGGGACAGAGGTTTCTTGGCTGGTTGCTTTTGTGACAACTTTGGCAACTTTTCCTTTGGCTTTTGTACGGGTTTGGTCTTTTGTGAGGCAGATGATGGACTGGACAAAGCATCAAGCAACTCTTGTTTTGGTTTGTAACCCGTATACTTGCCGAAACGACTCTCGTATTCCTTCTTGAGTTCAGGGACAGTCATGGATTTGTGGTCGACTGCTTTTTTGCTCTTGCCAGCATTGGTCTTTGCGGTGGAACGAGAGCGAACCGAACGAGTTTCCGTAGGTGCAACAACTGTAGTTTTGGTTCGTGTTGCTTGGGAAGATTTGTTCTTGTTGGCGCTGCTGCGAGTTTGACGCGTGGTCTTTTCAATTTTCTTGGGCATTGTTGGTTGGTTTTTTGGTGTGTAGTGTAGTGTATGAATATAAGGTTTAGATGATATTGAGCATTTTTGATGTTCAAATAACGAACCACATTGCAATTCGCTAAAATAAATTTTTTCATGCCGATCGCGAAAACAAACAACCATCAACACAACTCCCCTTCTCCTTAACAAACCTCAAACCCTCTCTGTTATCAACCAGCCACACAACCATGAAGCTTGTTTACGCCAACATCGAAGAAATTGCTCCCCAAGGTCTCACCCACATCAACTGCTCCAATGAGTTTGGCGACACCTACTCACTGTCACTCGGCAAAGGCAATGAAGGCTGCTATAATGTGTTTCCCATTCATTCCAGAGTTGGTCGCGTTCTCAAAAAGGTTGACAACCTCACATTGGTCATCAATAACCCTAACAATGTCAAAATTACTGGTGTGATCCTAAGGTTGAATGGGTGCGACATTTTGAATCTCGGTGGTTCTGCGCTCAAATTTACCAAGTCCGGCAGCAGCAGCATGAACAATATCATGTACTGTTCCTCTGTCATTGGTCAATAGTCTAGAGTCCAGCGCTTCCAATTGGATTAGTTCTTTATGGACAAGCTTGATCTGAGCAAGGGCGAATTTAGCGTTGTTGTTCTTTCGGAAAAAAAGACCGTCAAGGAAAACAAGCCTGATTCTCCACAGGTGGATCTTCATCTTTCCGATGGTTCATTGATTATTGGATCTGGTATTGGCATCGTTACTATTGGCAATGGCAGTGGCGTCGTTCATTAGCGAAGTGAGAATCCAGTGGTTGGTCAGGTCCAACAGAAACAACAAGAAACTGGCTTTGATGTTTCCGTGGAATTCAATGTCAAGGGTCCTATTCGTCAAGATGAAGTCAAGTCCATGATTATCAAGCAGATGATGCCAAGTGCCGTCCGTTCACTGCACAATGTTAGTGTCAAGAATGGAGACGACAATAGCACCAAGTCCATCGATTTGCATATGCGCATTCCCAATTCCAAGTGTTCCATTCAGGGAGTTGCCATTTATGCCATGTCGCACAAGACGGAAAAGACCATTCCCATCGAAAAGATTAGCATGCATTTGGAGGGCTTTGAGCAGCGTCCTGTATTTGTGGCTGATGCATATGATTGCCAGTTGGACGAGAAGAGTGGTCTGCAGATTCCTTATGGTCAGAATGGTCAAGAGCAGAATCATTATTTTGTTGCCTTTACTGAGCAGCCCATGAAGAACAAGAGTATGGAAAGTGGTTTACTCGTAGGCTACAATCGTCCCGTTTTCAGATTGCACTTTTAGGACAAAACTCTTGAAAAGTTGAAGCAGGACGATGATGATGTTACCGTTCATGCTGTTGCCATTGTGAACAATGAATTGATGTTTGGCAGTGAAGGTGGCGCAGCCGTCAGATATGCTTGCTAAGCAATTTTTGTATCAAATAATACAATGTTTTTATATGTTTATTTTGAGTATCCAATAGTCTGTGTGTTCTTCATCGACCTAAAAGTTGTGTTTCTGGGTGTAGAATTTATAGGCTCTTTCATTGGGTTTCAGACAAGTGCATGTGATGGTTTTGATAGTCGAGTCTTGTTGGGCAACATGTCGAAGCATTTCTATTAGTGAACTTCCCAAACCTTTTGAACGATAACCTTCATCCAACTACAACTCGTACATATAAATGTTTTGCTTTTCGATTCGATAAGCACAGAAACCTGCCAACTTGAACTGGTCACTGGGGTCCATAACGATCAAATAACGCATCCAACCCGCGAACAGCTACTTCAACCTAGCAGCTTTGTTCCATTGCTGACCCAACTGATCATATAAGGGTTTCATGTTGTTGGTCAGAAGGTTATAAAGTTGAGACTGTGTTGACTTGAGCAATTTTGAATCTTGGCAATCCCAAAGTTTCAGGTCCGAGTGTTTGTTGATCCAAATTTTTTCGAGCATGTTGAGAGTTTCAGGGGTTGGTCATAAATATTTTTTTCGAAATGTTGTGACTCCAAAAAGTTTTGAAAGTTGGGGACTCCAAAAAGTTGCAACCTCAAACTTTTTTGGACAGCCAGTTAGAATTATTTTTCGAAAAAGTTTGGAACAGACTGCCAAAAAAATTTGATACTTGACGAGCATATTATAAGGACTAACAACATTTACACTTGCAATACACAAACACTAACATGATTTATTTACGGAGGAGGTGGCGGAGGAGCCAATAGTGCAGTGCTGATATAGTCTACCTCCAAGTACAAGTCATGGTAGTCCTGATCAGCCACTACACCATAACGATTCATGCTTTCATCGGTCTTGTGTGAATCCTCGATACCAACTCGCATCATGCACTTGGTAATTAGTGATGTATTTGTCGTATCCGTAACATATGAACCGGTATGATAGTCAGCGTGACCAGTATCTGTGCCGCTAACATTGTCAATGTAAAATATGTGGTCTTCCAAAATGGGTCGATTGTTTACCCACTTGGTCCATCCATCGTTGACAATAAAGAATCTGCATGCTGGAAGATTATTTGCGCTATCCGAATTGAGCAATGTCTGAGTGCCGGGAGTGTTGGTGATGTAGAGATAGGGTTGATGACCATCGTTCACCTCCGTTCCATTGAGCACAGAGCCATCCACATAGCCGTAACCCAATACATGACTCAATACAACCATGTATGATGCGCCCGTATTTGTAAATGTGTTTTTGGTGCTGGGATAAATGATGAACCTTTGACCAGTAGTGCCAGTGGTTGCGTTTTCGTCACTGTACATTTCGACGCCAATCATGTTATCATAGCCGCAACTTACTCCCAGCAGGCCAATAGCGAGTGCAAAGGTTCCACCAATCCAATACATGCCATTTTGTGGATAAAATACACCAGTAACAGGATCGACAAGATTGCGAAATGCTGGATTCTTTGCTGTGCCTTCGGGTACATCGGTGTTCCACTAGGAAACTATGGTTGAATGGTTTGTAATGACATCCTATACATAAGACTGAGCAATATAGTCACCGATATCAAGAGGATTATTCAAATTGTCGGGTATGCCGCTTGCATTGTGTGTACCAACGAACAGGAAGCTATTTGTGATGTCGGTCATGATTTGGTTTGGTTGAAAGGTCTGTGTTTATAATATCGAATACATATACTTACTTTGTGAGAAGAAGTGACTCGACTTTTTGAAGTTATGATTGCACTAAAAAAAGTTGGTGGACCCCTAAAAATTATTTTTAGGGGTCCAACTTTCACAACCGAATCCAAAATTTTTCAGGCCACCAACACCCCAAAAATAATTTTGTGACCCGACAACTAACCAACTCGACAATACAAAACATGAACCCTCTCATTGCCAAACTTCAAAACTTTACTCCGTTGCGAAAGCTGAACCCAAAAAATATTGTATTGGCCGGACTTGTTGGCATTGCAACTTGGAAAGTATTGACATATCTGCTGGTGCCCACTAGTACCCACTTTTTGTTGAATGCCATTGACAAAGTTGCAGAAGATATTGGTCGCAAAAGTGACTATGGTGCAGCACCATTGGCCGACTACATTTCCAGAGCAGATGTTAGAAACAGACTGACCGAGATTGCTGAAAAGTATTCCATTGAACGAATTACGACTCGACAAAGAGGACAGATGTTGTCAGTAAAGTTTAGAACACATAGTCGTCAGTGGTATCGACTTGACATTGTTCCATGTGACCGGTGTGCATGCTCAACGATTCGAGAACACAAAATTTCACAAAAACAAAAACAATAACTTGTAGATTCTTTATTCTTCACACATTCACCAACCAAGTAAACATGGCCAATCGCAAAAAGATTATGCAGGATTAGGATTACCAAATTATTCTCATGGCGTGCAACAGAGAAGCAGGCGATCCAATACCGAAAGATATTTACGATTTCAAAATTGAAAATGACAGAGTTGTTACCGAAATCAATGAACAGATTAGGCGTGCATTCGGTGGTAGAACCTTTAGAGAGTCTTACAATATCATAGACCTACCCGTCGATAAAGAAGCATGTTTTGTCATTTGGCGCGACGAAAACTTTGGAGTTGTATCTGAAGGTTATTGGGCATGGTTGAACCGGGAATGTCAGCAAACAGTGTTCAAATATTATGGTGACCACTTTTATATTAGGGCCGAGAATGAACGTGACAGTGAGACAGGAAAGTTGTTGCCAAGTGCTAGAGCCATACTGGGTTGGACTACAGGAGCAAGAAGTAACATTGACTTTCGTGACAGATTCAAACAATAAAGGTTACAAAAAATTTTTAAGAGAGTCCGAAACTTTGCAGATTTTTTGGAGGTTCATTGTTTCAAAAATTTGAAGTTGCCAAAAAAAGTTTGCAATTTTGTTACGCCAAAAAGTATTTTCGAGTCCAAAGTCCAAACAAAGTTTCAAAGTTTCAGCCTCTCAACAAAGAAATATTTTTTGGTCAACAACATGTAGCAACCATCCTTGACCGACATACCTAATGATGTTTTATGCGATGTCATACTGCCCTATTTGGACAATGAAACCTTGTTTGCATTTCTTTACCAGAATCGGTTGTTACATCAAACTGTATTGTCGTTGGCTGGGCAAAGAAGCAACCACGTACTAAAATCATTCGTTTAGAACACCAATTACCTTGAATGTATTCAAACAATCAGAGAAGCAAGTGTAAATGATCAATTAGAAACAAAACACGGCGACTCTAATTTTGAGGTTGAGTACAGAGGTGAATCGGATGGACATGTCAGATATATTGTATTGCCCAAGACGGAACACGATTTGAGTATAACACATCTGATACCTCATTAGATTTTGCTACGCATCAACCCAAACTTGGACCAGCAACTTATGGTAACATTGATAAAAGATGTAGTACAGCCTGCAGTTGAAGTTGACTGGGCAATACATGTATCGAAACATCTGTACGATTGGTTACCTGTCGCATATCATGGCATCTTCAATGAAGAATTTGATGACGATGAAGATGATTATGATGAATACTACAAACACTACGAAATAGAGCAGGATTACCTTGTGAAATATGGAATCGACCCCAAAGAAACTGACAGCGACATCAAACCTCGACACAACACGGATGAATTACGCAGAATAATTATGTTGGTGTGTTGCAGAAGAGACTCGCCTTTTTGGGGTAGAATGGCCTTTTTGGCAATAGACATTGATGGTTCGGCTCGTTTGTACATTCCACATAAGGGTGCAGAGCCATTCACTTTGGGGTCTTTTACAATGCAGAATCTCAAAATTTAGGCATGTATGCTCGATTTGGACTTTTATTAGTCGCCGGATTACAATTGGATACGTGGCAAAATTGTACCTGTAAAGCCAACCGCGCCTGTTCACAGGTATAATGCCAAATACGGACAACTAGTCAGAGATGCTTTCGACTTGTAGTCTCGGTGTCATATGGAATTTGAACACTTGAATATTGTGGAACTTTCAGAAATGTGCGGCTGCTAGGAATGTATCCAACGAGAGGAACAGCAATAAAAAAGATTTATTTCGTTTCTTCAACTTCTGTCCCTTTGCCAAAAAACAGACCATGCCCAAGCGTTCTCGTTCACAAGCAAATCCCTACACTCAACTGCCCTATGTTTTGCGCATTTATGTTCTGTCATTCCTGAACAAGATGGAAGACAATGACAACTTGACAGGTCTCTATGGCTATTTTACAGATGACTTTATGCGCAAACCCTGTCGCGTGTTCAATAGAAACATAAGAATCGAAACTACCTACAACAACCCCAACAATGATGGTTCAAGTCAACCTACCATCTACTATAGTGGATGTGAATCATGTGAACTTGTTATCAATAGCCTCGACATGCTCAAATTGCCTATTACACTATTGCAAATCCAAGAAGTATGCAAAAAGATACGTCGCGTATAGGTTACATTCGTATACAAAGGTGATTCAAACTACGAATGTTCAGATATAGTTGCTGCAATCGACAAAAACAAGTGGCCCGCCAATATCAGATTTGGTATCGAGTTGCGCAAATCACTTGTTGAAGCAAAGAATTTGTAGTTTATTGAGCATCTGTCATAGTTCGCAGACCACAAAAGGATCGACAGTGTAACAATAATGTTGTTAATTCATCGGGCAATGTCAACGGTATACCATGCATTGTCACAAAAAGTAAAACAGCTGACGCAAACCCAACGCAACAAACTCAAAGTCTACATCGGCAACTAGTGTTATGACTACAGACTCGTCGAGTTTGGTTCCACGAATCAAAACAATAATTTGGAAACCATAGAAACCAAAGAATTCTGGAACACTGTTGGACCTTACGTAAAATATCTTGGACTAAATCACCATTGGATGCTGCATGATGACGAAAACCTTACAGAATTTGTTATGGAACATGTTATGCCTGTTGTTCGGCTAAACTACTTGGTGTTGCCAACAAATGCTGTAAATATCATGGGCGAATATTTGAAATTGTTTGTGGCTCCATAGGTATCCATAAAGGGTTGCGGTCCTCTGAACAACACATTGGATATCAAGGCTTTACGGAAATATATCCACCTTTAGCCGAGCGTCGAACACATCGTTCTGGACACTGTAACTTTGAAAAGTGCAGATTGGAACAAAACTTTTGATGTTGTTGCTTTGGACGATGATGAACAGCCATAGATAAGTTTCAAAAATGTAAGTATACAGCACGAACAATATATATCTTCCTACTTGCAGGGTCCAGTCGGTGGTTCTTTTGCTACAACAAGCTTTTCAGACTTTATGGACTTGGTCAAAGAAGAACACAATAAATTTTTTGTCAAATGACATCTTTAATTGGACCAATATATCATGCACATACCGTGCTGACTCTTTGTAATATTACGAGTTGCAAGGAAAAAATCAGCCTATAGCGCTGAACAGTGGCTTTCAGTGACAATGGCATAATTGCTATCATTCGTCCACATTCCAGACACCTTGTGCAAAATATCACTTGAACATTGTGGTCTTGCATGCATAGTTGATGGAGCATTATCCTTGTCAGTAAACCTTACGCAATACCAATAAGTATCTGGTTCATCGCCGTTCTTCGTCCACGGAGCAATACCTGGTAATTCTGGAAACAATTCATCAGATTGTGTCCATTTTTCGTTCAATAAGCACTTTTCTGCATCCAACAGTACGCATTTTGAATTTAGATCGTTGTCGTCTTTATGTCTCAATTGTTCATTGATAATAGATTCAGTATTTTGGACGGCACCTTTTACAGAAGTAAATGCAACAGAATTATCTACTTCGGATCGAATCATGCACGCAATATATTTCGGCATGGATTTGTTGTCAGCTGTTTTGCGCCATCTAATGAACAATGCACATGCAATGGAATCCATGCACCCAAATTTTGCACTAATTATTGTCGAATTTACGTGCTGTTTGCAGGTGGGTTCTGTAAATTGCAAAATATTTTGATAAAAAGCTGATCTATTGTCGTATACTATGTTGTGCGCCTCCAACTGGTTAGCTGTAACACATTTTGAGTAAGAAATCATATAAGCATCCACCTATTCTACAATATGTCTATAATTGGCGCGTGTGCTCTTGTTTTTAGGACATACATAAACCGAATAAGCGTGAAAGAAATGAATATTCAAATATGGCATCTGTAATGATGCAAACATCGATCCCAAATTGATGACAATAGATTTTTCAGGAACAGCTATGGTGTTCAACAATATTTTGTCATTATCGTTATTTGGATTCAATTGCAACCAACGAAACAAGTAATTAGGTATGTGGATTATAGAATGCCCTCCTATGCAAAACATGATTTCTTCAATACTGTCAAGAATGTTGTCGGGTATGACAATCAATAACCCTACGATAAATCCACCATCACCAAATGGGTGAATTCCGGATACGGTCAAGCAGCATTCTTCTTTTTTACAGGGCAGTGCTATTAACGAATGGTTTGAAGGATCGTCATCTTTTTGAAAACACAGATCGTTGATTTTTGCCTGGTTTTTTATGGCTGTCAAATAATTATTTTCTTTGTGTGCTAATATCATGGCCATAGTATTTTTCTATTGTTGGTCAAGTCCAATTGCAACTGGTTCGAGACCGTGAACAGTTGGTACTCGTTTGTATGCGTTGAAGATGCGATAGATTGTTTTGGAGGTGTCGTCCGTAAAGTAGCCGAATGTTTTGGTTGCATTGTTGTCAAAGTCGGTTAGGTTGTAACGGAGGTAGGATAGAATTTCTATGCAACAGTCGTAACAGAGTGTGTCGAGCATGGTTGTTTTGTTTTTTTGGGGGTTGGCAAAGTTTGGATTGGTGAAGTTGGGTTGCGAGAAGCCAAAAGTTGAAGAGCAAAATATTTTTTTGTTGGTCCCGGAAAAAAAGTTTTTGAGCAGCCGCTTTCACTTTTGGCAAAAAAGAATGAACTTCAATTTTCTCGTCCGCTAGTGTAACAACAACAATAACGACAAAATCTATGACATCAGCATATTCTGTTCAACTCTGTCAACCCGCTATTGCTACCATAAGTCAAAAAATCTGTTCAAGTTGCCAGCAATCCAAATCGCTCGACTATTTTAAGCGCAAGCTACCACTGCTCGATGGTGAAGTAGATTTGGGCATGGACCGCAATACCCAATGTATCGACTGCGTGTATCAAAGTCACTGTGAAAAGGCCCAATAGATAGAACAAGATGACCAAATGCTAAGCAAGCGAATTCTCAAGTTGGTCATTGAAGCACGACAACGATCCATGTTTGACAGATATGCCATTCATGAACTGCTAACTTTGGACGAAGCGGTCGAGCAATACAAGAAGCAGGGTGGTTGTTGTGCTTAGTGTGGCTACAAATTTTCGTGGATGCTCAAGTCCAAAGATGCACTAAGAAGTACACACGAACGAGAAAGATGTACTCTTACGGTCGAAGAAGAAAACCTCTTTATGCCAACCATTGACAGAATAGATTCGAGTGACCAGAAACGCAACGCATATCACAACAATTTTCAGTTTCTGTGTAGACGCTGCAACATCGGCAAAGGACCATGGGATGCTGCAACACAACTTCAACGAACGATTGCTTAGCTGACCCAAAGACTCGAACGAGCAGAGCAAGCACTTCGCGACAATACTGCGGCCGACTATCTGTTACAGCAAAAAGAAGCCGAATTGGAAAACTCAAAACAGCAAGTCAGACACTTGGAAAATATCATCAACTTCAAAGAACAAAGTGTCAAACTATTGGCAACCAGAAAGAGACTTCATAGTCAACACCAATCAAATCCTTTTATTGTTGGTAACGGTGGTAACAACATTACAGAATCACTGGTCAACAAGCCAACCTTTAATGTTCGCAACGACACCATGGTTGCCATCATGAACGATTCCGGTCTGTTACAACCCTCGTTGACATAGGCAACAACAGATTCACCTTCTTCGACCTAGTCAACAGAAACCAATATCCCTCAACCCCAACGAAAACGACAACGTCTAGAATTTTTGGGCCTAACGGACTCTGACTCCACTACCACCGAACCTAAACCCAACAAACCCCTAACACTAGGAGAAAAGATGAAGCAAATGCTCAAGACCAAACAACAAAACGATCGCATCAACACACAACTACTCAAAGCACAAGAAATGATGGCAATTGGTCGTTTTGAGCCAATAAATAAATAAATAGACCAATTATTTTTTCTTTATGTACACATGTCTAACTGCCTGCTTGTAGTACCAACTTGTTGCCACAATTACTTTTCATGCTGCTTGTCCCAAACCAAACATCCAGGTAGCCTACTCTCCAAATCGACCAATCGAATAGCATCCCTCTGCTTTTTATCTGCAAAAGGTTCGACTTCTATCTTGGCTGCACGCTCCTGTCCAACCTCAGCCACAATACTCCTCAGCGACTTGATATCATCATCGCTAACAGGTGCCCACTTTACGTTTTGGAAACGAACGCTATTCACATAAGCGTTTTGGCAAGGAATCAGCATGTCCGCAATACTCTGCTACTAATGCGGCTACGATCCATCCACAAAAATATCATAAATATAACAGTCTTTGTTATCGGCGTCAAAATATCCACTATTGATCAAGCCGCAATAGTTATGGATGCCAATTTTTAGCCTACAATCGAAACTAATTAACGGGAGAATATGCTATTTCAAGATTTCTGCCAAGCGTAAACGCTCCAACGCGATAATGTCAAGCTAAGCTATGTAAGGACCGATAAGGCACCAAGTCTCATATTGTGCGTCTGTGAAAGGCTTACACTTTCCTCTGGTCGTATTATCGACTGTTTCGTAGCCGGTGAATTTGATGACTATTACTAGTTTATCACGATTCTAGTGACCGAAAATTATCATCAACGATCCAAGTATTGATTCGATGGCGAGCATGTCCGGGTAAATGACATTTTCGAAAATAAATCTAACACTATCGTACGCTGGATTTGCTAACGCGTTTTTGATTTCCATGATTTTTGCATACTTGTCGTCCACCGTGTGTTGATATTTAATTGTGAAAGTGGATGATGCCTGTGACATGGTGTGTGGTAGAGTTGGTGTTGCAGAGTTGGTGTGGTAAGCGAACGAAGGGGGCAGGGCTGACGAGAAAAAATTGTTTGTTGTGTGCGCGTGTTGGAGCGGCTGACGCATGACAAACTTGACGTCAAGTTCCTTTGCCCCCGAGTTCCAACCCACTCGGTCAATACCAACACCAACACAACAAAAGAAACGTACTATGCAATTACGTGCTTCACTGGTTGGCCTTATGGTCGACTTGAAAACATATATTTGCAACCTCTGTCCACGAACAACAACCAAGTAACACTCTCCATGACACCCAGACCCGTTTAGTAGTATCTGTATCTCGTTCATAGTGCTGCTCAAAACAAAACAACTTTTATTGCAGTCAAAAAGGGCAGTGAAGATCCCGTCAGAAACAAGTTTACGAGAAATCGCCGCCTGCAAGAGCCAAAACTTTACGAGGCACGTCACGTCAACATTGATTACGATCCTAGTACAAGATGTAGTACAGTGAGCCAGCATCAAGTAGCTGAAAAGTAGAGTTTCTTTGCCATTTATAAAATCGGACAAGATGGACAGGTGGTAAACGGATTCTTCAACCAAGAATACAATCATTAGCCATAGAATTGCGTTGTTGTAAGCACTATTTATACATCCCAAACACCAGAAGAAGTATTACTCAGAGCAAAACATAGCATGTAGTTCAATGACTATTTTCAGGGATACAAGTATATCATCAAACCTTTGAACATAATACGTGACGTAAGTGGCAAAAATGTTACCTCGAAACTTTTGGAAGCGTGGTCATCTTGAACAATAAAAGCAAAACCAACAACTTTTGTTGCTCCCAAAAAATACAACCTACAAACTTTTATTTTTTTGTCAACTTGCAAGCCACATTACCCAAATGTCCACTGCTGATAAACAACAATAGCAACAAAAATACGAATACTACTGCGATACACTTGTAGAATTGGTTGGCGATTCTGATAGCTTTATCATCTGGGATCATCATACCAATGGTGGCAAGATCAAGGACTGCAACACATACAAACGTCTGACCCACACAGCCAAAGGTTTTGTTGCAAGTGTCGAACAAACGGAAGATGTATTTGCAACCATAGAAGCACACATTTACTTGGTTCCCACAACACAAAACAAGTTTTTGTTCGTTCGTGCTAGACCATCGGACAACATTCATCACTTTGGACTGCTCGAAGATGTTGTTCATAATCAATTGTTGCAACTTTATCGTGATGCCCAGCCGTTTGTTCAGGGTATGGCCGGCTGGTGGGAAAAGAAACCCGGTGACCGTTCAGGACAACGCGATGATGCCAAGTTTACCATCTATCCTCAACTCAAAGGTATCAGCCACGCTTACATGTATGGACCAACTCAAGAACTTACAGACTTGATCAACAAACACTCCATGAAGCATATTCATTCCTTCAATGTCATGTACAAGATTCCCAAGGGTCAATACTACAACTCCGTTACACCTTGGACTTACAGAATCTATGGCGTTGATACCATCATGTACTCACACAATGGAATCTATCGTGACCGCAAGAAGGCTCTGGAAGGTTTGCAACAAATTATCAAATACGAAAATTTCATTGACATTGAAACGGCCGATTCCAAGATGCCACTGATGAAGATTTATTGAATAAACAAGTTGTAATTACATGTTTTTGATGGATACAATATTTGCTTTGCGCAGTTGTGGATTGGAAAACAGTTGTTTACTTTTGGAAACCAAAGCTACGATAGCGGCCGTAACAACATCAACCTACTCTATTTCATTGGTCTGTTCTTCTGGTGCACCTACTTCGCGTACAACACTTGTCATTTCTACCGTTTCTTCATCATCCAATTGTTGTCTGTCAAGTTCAGCAGCTACCGCTTCTTCTGCATCCAATCGTTGGTTAATTCCAACAGCAGCCAATGTAGCAGCAGCAGCAGTGCCGATACCCGCCAGTGTCGCGGCCAAGTACGAAGAACCAGTCTATCCGGTGGTATCGCCAGCAGCAGGTTTCTGCCATGGTTCAGATTGCGGCAAACCGTGCAGCGTAAAGTCCATGATGCCCTTTTGAGCGTTAGTCGTATTGGGCTACGCTCTGAGTGAAGCCTGCTTGTTGTTTATCTCCTACACTAATGCTTCGTGGAACGGATTATTCTCAATCGTATCGATCATATTGTATTTGATCACATTGTTCAGTGTGGAAAGGTTCGTATAGTCATTTGATAATTCTTTCAATGGTTCGTTTTCTACACCATGCTACGAAGCATACTATTCGGCCTCTACATTCAGCGCTTTCATAACTCCATAAGGCACCGTTTTGCCATATGCTTGTGTATAAGTTCTGAAAGCAGACATGAATTCTTTACGTGCCTCATCTGCGGTTGGGTTTACCTAACTATTTGGACCTTGTTTGTTGCGAACGGCATCCTTGTAATTTTCGGTTGCCTTGATCATATTGGCTCGTGCAGACCAATATTCGTTTGCATATTCGCCAATTGCTGTTTGTTCCATTTCTTGGGGAAAATGACCATGCTCCAAAAGGTATTCTTCCACGCGTGATGCAGCCAGATTCTTCATGTCACTATCCCATTGTTCACTGTTTGTTTTGGCAACATTGATTCTATGCAACTCTTCAATAATTGGTCCCTTTACCAAGACTTTGTATTTGTATTGAGGTTCATTGTCCACCTTGATTGACAACCGAACCTCCCCCTGTGCTTTCTCCAAATCTTGGTTCAATTTTGCTACAGTTTCAGTAGCAGCTTCAGGGTTTAATACATTTTGCGTAAATTCTACATAGTCAGGATTGTTCAATATCGAAGTATTCATTTCGTTTTCAAAGTCAGTCTTGAGTATCTTGGCCAAACTTTTGTAGTTGAAGGACTATTCGATTAAATTATCATCGAACTTGTTCTATGCACGCATTGCTTCTCTTTTAGCATTCAACGCATTTGCAATTTTCTATACCTGTTTACCGATGGTAGTGATATAGTTGGTTGCATCCTTCATGTTTTGAAGTATCTGATTCGCGTCGCCTTGACCAGTTGCCAAATATTCCTTGTAGTCATTTACAGCTTTGGCAAGCTTTTGTTTTCCTGCTTGTACTTCTTCACTCTGATATGGTTCCATAACCTGTTCGATTTCTTCGGGCAACTAGCCTGTTCTCAAAACTTCCTTGACGATTTCTTTGGTCACTTCTCTTTCAGCTTCCACTCGATACTAATTAACGTCCATTGCTTTGGAAAGAGTGTTCAAAAGAGGCCCGTTTTCCAATGGCTTGTATGAAACACTTTCGTTGCCATATTGGACTACTGAAAACCTTGGATGTATCACCGTAGGATCGAGAGACACCGTTGTGCTACCAATGTTAGCAGGTGTGTAGCCAAAATTGCTAGCCAAAAAGCCACCGCTACCGGACGACATGGCGCTCTACATGTCCTTCTGACTTAGGTTTCCATAGAACATGCTTTGAGCCATGGGATTTGTTGCTCTTGCAATCATGTTGCTGTCAACTTTGGTACGATCCAGAAATCCACCCCACTACACAGGTGCAGCTGAAGAATATGCGGCTGTTACGCCATAGGATTGTGACATGTTGGGTGCAACATAGTGTGCTACGCCAGTTCCATCTATCTCGACTTGCTATAGTTGTTGGGACTCTATTTCTTGGAGCAAGTCATGAACAAATTTTTTGTGACGACGATTTTTATTGGTGGACATGTGATGTATTCACTAAAACTGGTACTTTTTCTTTATAGCATTAGAATACTATTATTGTTCATGTAATGTTGTTGCTAACGAAAAAAAGAAGAAGATAATGGAAATCGATCAGAACTTGTTTGGGTGGAACTTGACATTGTGTTCCATAACAGTCGGTTTCCCTTTAGGCACCCACCCTTCTCCAAAACATTTTTCAACGCACGCCCCTTCATTTTCCTTCTCAGCACCCTTCTCTCTCTCTCTCTTCCGGCACACACCTCACAACCCAATGTCATCACAACAACTTCAAACACTATCATAGGCATCAAAACAACAGCCATCATCGCACAAGCGCACCTATACAGAAGCGTTCACCGACGAATACCCTTTCCGCGCGCTGCCCTACAGCATTACACTGATCATATTCACGTTCTTGGGACATGATACCAGAGAACGTACATCCATAGCAGAAGTATATGGTAGATTCAGCAGAGATCCAGAAGGCAAAGTGCATCGCTTCTTCAATCTTGTTGAAACAAATGGTATACCTTGGCGAAGCATTTACGGTTACTTGGCCAAGCGCATTACACTGTCCACAAAGTATTGCGACATCTTTTATAGCGTTAGTAATACTTTGGATTAGTTGAGTATTGCACAGCCAAATGGCACATATACGATCAAAAAGTAGCCAGATGCCTAGATCGTTTTTGGCAAAGAATTTAGCGAGCCGCTGGAAAATGTAGCACACTTGCTGAAGCACTGCCCGACGTGTTTCTTTAGATTCAAATTTTTTGAATATGATAGAAGTAATCTGAATTGTCAGCGTGCTTTGGACTTGGTTCGACAACTTGGCAGTTTGCCGTCCGATAGATACAGTGTCAAAATTTCGCTGAATGTCAGACCCGGCAACGAGCATATGCTGAATAGTCTTGACACTTTGTTGGATCATCCCAATGTGCGCCAAGTTTGTTTGAGAATAGTTGGTGTCAAGATTCCACAGTGCAACATTTTGAGATTGTTGTACGATATGTAGCTGAGTGTGTAGCAGCGTAGAAAGTTGCATCTGGACATTACCATTGATGGTATTCAGCAAATGTCGGATAGTAGTATCGTCTAGTTTGGTTTCCAAGATGCAGTATTCTGGACGACTTTTGGTGACAGAATCAAGTGTATCAATTTTGACGCTATTGTCGAATCGACTGCAGTCGACTTGGCCTTAATAGGTCAGCAAATCAGGCAGTATGTCTTGTGCACGGTGAATTCGACAGCAATAATGCATTCCCGTACAAACATCTATCTTGCTCTGAGTAACAGTGGATATTTTGCATCCGATAATTGCATTCACTAGTGTTACTTGTCCGAAAGAGGCTCGAAAAAGCCTGTCGATGTTTTGCGCTTGCTGGAACCATTCATCTATGGTCATCTCACAAAGGTTGTGGTAACGGGCACGAATTTAGTGGAGCAGATTAGTGTTTCTTAGCTGAGCAGTATCGTCAAGTAGGTGCCTAATGCAGACAAGGCGATCATTTCTGTGTTTCCGGAAGATACGGCAGTATTTCGTGGAGCAAAGAATACCTATAATGAATTTATTTTGGCCGAGTTACCCCAAAAGGTGCATGAACACAAGGCACTTTGGACCAAAATTGTAATGTGACCAATGCGTGATGAATGTAAACAATACACCTGTAATTATTATTTTTGCCACCATTTATTCTTGTTATATTCAATGACACCTCGCTCGATAAGATCGATTGTACATTGGTCGCAGAGCATGCTATTTCGTGGAAACTCACGTGGTTTAAATCTGGCGGCCCACTTGAGATTGCTATTGTCAAACTTTGACCCGTAACCGTAGCTAATCCAACGCTCGTCAATGTAACCGCAACAATCATCGCCGCATTCGGTTGTCCAGTTGGAGAAGAGGGATTCGAATTTGTGATTGCATTTGACGCATTGGATGGGCAGATACTTTTCATAGTCGTATTTCTTGATGCAGTCGGGACAGAGAACAGAACCGCATGGCATTACTGCATTTGCAGATTTGAGTTGCCAACTGCCATTCATACCCATACTGAATTTGCCATCCTAGTAAATCTGCGCCCAATCCACAAAACATTTGTCCTTGCCGTGGCAGACTGCGTGACAATCGTGACAGCTAAATTCCTTGTCGTAGGGGTCTTCGAGCCATTCGATTCCATGAGCCAAAGGATCTTGCGGCTACTTATCAATACGAATGATTTCACCATTTTTCTAGAGCAAGTCAAGACATCCCAAACAAATATTGTCACCTCCGTGCAGCCAAGGATACTTTTCGAGTGCAGTTGGACTAGTCCAACCCTTTGCATCTACCGATGCTGCTGCAGTCGAGCCTGGTCGACGATTGGATTCTGAAGAATCGGCCAAATCTTGCCACTTCCATGTACCATAGTAGTCATTTCCGTCGATTCTAGTCACGCACATGCTCAAGTCGGTAATGGCACAACGCCGAATGCTGCCTCTACACAAGCCGCATTTCTTTTCGCACAGTGTGTCCAAAAAGTATTGGGTTGCGCAGGCTTTGCAAAGTGGGGTCGTATACTTGATAGTTTCTTGGTCATGCTAGTGACCATCTTCTGTGACCCATAGTTTCAATTCATCTATGGCAACAGTTTTTGCTGCTAGTCCAAGCCACAATTTTTGCTCGTAAAAGTTGGACCACAAATACACATCGGCATACTATAGACTACACTAGCATCCGTGACATGACAGGCCCAAATCACCGTCAATATTACAGCGCTCCAAGTGGTCAAAAACGTGAGGATAAATGGCATCAATATTATGATTATTGTTGCCTCGTGCTACATATCCACAAGCATAACGATACATTTCCATTAGTATCAAGGCTGCACATTTGCTGCATGATTGTGATGCTTGTTCAGGAATGCGCGCATTTTCGTCAAGTTTAACACCGGATGCCTGTCCGGGCCAGATGAGGGAACACATATCGTCATTCTTGTTATGCTAGTGGTGATGAAGATGAATTTGCTCTGGTGATTTGATGTGATGACAGAGTTGGTGCATGGAAAAGAAAATTTGAAGAGAAGGGGGTGTTGAAGATTTTTGTTTTGGTGTTGTTGGTTGTTCGGACCTCAAAACTTTTTTTTTGCTTGCGCCCAAAAATTCTGGTTGTTGTCCAAAAAAAGTTGGACTCTCGAAAAATTCTGATTGTCCAAAAAATTTTGTTGACTTCAAATTTTACTTTTTTTTATGATTGGTTCACCTCACATCACATTACGTTCATCTGCTCCTTCATACCTCTTTTCATCATATCATCCACAAACTAGGGATCTTGAAAACGAACACGTTTACATGCCTTTTCAAATGCCACACCTTGCGCCATAATCTGGTCTGAAGAAGGAGCAACGACAACCGGCCTGGCTACCAACTAACCTTCCAACTGTTTATCGGCCAATAGTTCATCCAACTTTGATGCAGTATTATAACCCGTTCTGCTTTCAAACCAACTACAATAGTCTTTGTGCATCTTTGCTGCCTATGCTCGGTCGCGTTCCTAACAGGCTGCCAATGAAATGAGCACCAATTTGCAAATGTCATCGTCAGTCCATTCTTCGTAGGGCAACAGTTTGTTGGGTTCCATGAGTGCGAGTTCCATTGAAGCATCATGTTTTCGTTTTAGCATTGCTCTGTGTTTCGGATGAGCATTCATGGCAAGTGTTTGAAGTGGCATACGCAATAGTCTTCTTCTTCTGATCTTGTCGTACAATGAATAGTTCATAGTGTCAACATTGTCGAACAACAACCGATACGCATGCAACTATGCACGAAGCTTGAAACCCAAACTTGCATTCTTGACCCACTAGGCAAAGGCAACAGGGTCTAGTGTGTCAATGTCGTTGTTGTAAATACTATAACTCACCATGTTTCGAAACAATAAAGATCAATGTTTATCATGTTGTAACACAAAAAAGTAAAGTATTTTTGTTCTATTTATTGTTGGTTTTGACATATAAGTTTGTGTTGTTCGACTGTCGTAGAATATCTTTGGCAGCATAAAACCTTCAAACACTCATATTTATCTATAATTTCCTAGAGCATGCCTGCCTCAAACAAAAAGCAATACATTACCAATCCTGAAACAGGTCGCAAGATTCTGAAGGATGGACCAACTCACCAAAAACTCAAACTGGACAAACATTCTCTACTCTACGAAGGCAAAGAACGTGTTGGTTAGGGCGAAATAAGATGGCCCAAACCTTCTAAGCAAGTGCAGTAGGCTATGAAGAAGTGTCCAAAGAACAAGAATGGCAACATAACGCAACCTTGCTATCTTGGGCAAGTCAAGTATCTTACACACGATGATGTCAAAAAGATGAAGGTTGGCGATCGCTACTATGTAACTTATGGTCAAAGATGGTGGGATTATGGATACAGGGGTGGTTATTTTACCAAAAATCAAATTTTGCCCATTTATGTTTTTGAACTCAAAGCCAAACGGACCGAAAAGACTGACGAGGGTCACAAGGCCTACTATCTAGAAGGAACCGTTGAAAACCAAGAGTACACCAAACTATACGAAGATGAACAGTTTGCGTGGAATTGGTTATTTGAACCAGTGCAAAAGATTGAATTCGAAGCGTACGAAGAGACAAAGGACGGTTACATTTATCGCTATGGCAGTGATGACAAAGAAGCAGTGTTCTTGTTCCAAAGTGTGATGCCAGAGTACAAAAAACGAGTTGCAGATATTGGCAAAGCAAACTTTTGGAAATAAATTTATTTTCTGGTCGTTTTTTTTGGTTTGGCAATACCGCCACCTTTCGAACCAGACTTTAAAAATACAGAAGGCTTCGTTCCTTGCTTTTCCCAATATTTCTCTGCACTTGTTTCCATTCTGTTCAGGCGCTGATAGTAGTCTGGATATTCGGCAATGTGAGCCAATGCAATTTGAGCAGTTTTGAGAATGTCGTCATTTGTTACGTTACTGTCAGAAGGAACAGGCTTGTTCTTGGAACATTTGGGGATGATCACTCTTTCCTTTTTACCATGTTCCAATTCGACCAATAGTCCCTTGTGCCACCATTTCAGTGGGATGACGGTCCAGTCTAAACAAAATAGGTCGCCAACTTGTTGGGCTTGTTCGAGTGTAATTGATTCTGGCATGTTTGATAGGCAGGTTGGTAGGTAGGTTGTTTTTATTTGGGGACAGGTCGAATTTATTCTTTGGACGGACCAACAAACAAAAACAATTTTCGTCTGGGCTTCAAAAAAACTTTTTCAATGTTTCAAAATTTTTGGCTGAACAACTTGATGCTCTTTTTTGCGCCTTCACTATTGATAGTCACAGGTGCCATATGTTTTGGTGCTATTAGGTTCTATGGTGAATATGGATTACTGAGTCAGATTCTAGTTGCTGCTTCGTTGCCATTTTTGGGATTTGTCAAGTGCATAGGAGACATGTGCTTAGCATTTGAATTAGGGACCGCGTTGGGTTTTGTGGTTTCCTTTGTGTTCTATTTGGTGGCAACTCTAGTCTTTCTGGTCCGTGGTTCAAGATATTACAAGATGTGCCTGTTTGGTTTGATGCTTACAATTGGACAATAGTTTTGGAGGTTTAGGGACACTCGATAAAGTTTTTTTTATTTGTTTGTTCAACTTGACTTGTTTGGTTACCAAAGTTTGTCCAGCCACAACAAACATTTTCTGCCCAAAAAAACAGCCTGCCTCTGTCTTTTTCTGTTACGCCTCTTCCCAACACCTATGGACATACCCCAAAGTTTTGTCAGCCGATTCAGCGAAAACCCAAACCAACCAGAAAAAATTCTGGAGTCCATGGATGATCAGGAGGCCGACGAAGTTGCAGATTGGTATTTGGAAGTCATGGCAAAAATTGTTTAGGACCACCTCGAAACAGCAGACTATCCGTTGTCGTTGCGCCAGTGTTTCGAAAAATATCCAGACTTGCCATTGCAGGTCAAAATCGCGACAATTGCAAATTATTTGGCGACCAGTGATGAACCGGAGCGAGAGGCTTTTGAGCAAAAGGTCAACGGCTTCATGCACAGGCTGGTGTGTAAGCAAAATGGAGACGACGAGTAAACAAAAAAAAAACAAAACTATTTTTCGAAACAAATCATTTTTGTATTCTGTTGTTGCCCCAAAAAAACATGTTGGACCAGCTACCCTACCACATCACTCTCAGCATTCTCAAATTCCTCCCCAACATTGTGGACGAAACAGACGTCAATCCTTTTGGTGTTTATGGCATCTTCAAACGCGACCCCACTAGATAGATTGAGCGTATTTTTAACTTTCACAACAGTGGGCATGTCGAAGAATATGATGAAGGCACGCCAACACTTGAACATGTTCTGTCCGTATGTTTATCCAAATCAGAAAGCTATACACTTAATATCATGGATGCTTCAACGTACACGAAAAAAACAGTAAAGAATGTGATCAAGGCTGCGTCACCCAACATTCGCAACATGAGGTTGAAAATTGATGCGAAACATGTAGGAGAATATCTTGACATGTTGCCTGTAAATGGCAAAATACTTTTGGGGGTTGAGGATTTTGAGTTTGAACAGTTTTACACTGAGCAACAAAGGCAAGATATTATCCAGCTGATGACGACCACGTCACTGATACAAGAGATTGCTGTAAAAATTAGCGGATCGCCATCCGACAGACTCTACAAAATTCTGTTGAACGTGTTGCTTAAAGACAATCATTCAAAACTAGATATTTCGGTAAACATTTACACTATAACGAATGCGTAGACTATTTTGCTGGACAGCAATTTTTGGAAAGTCATTGGTCCTCATGTAACCAACATCAATTGCCGCGATGAGCCAGACAATCTTTTAATGTTTTAGGTTTGCAAGTTGGTTTTTGATAGTGTATTGTGTGCTGCCTAGCAAAAAGAAAGCAAGCTACAAAGAACCGTAACTCTTCATGAATTGTTTTTGTCATTTGTTTGCAGACAGGGCAGTACGTGGACCAACCGTATCACGAACAAAAGACTAAAGATAATACGTATATTCCACTCTGCTGGACAGTATGGTTTGGAGTTTGTTCGCCATCTTGTGCATAACAACAATGTCCAAGAGGTTTCGTTTAGTGCCGCTTCTAGCATTCGTTTCAAGGATGTTTTGTTTCACAATTTGACTGTGGTTCGCAAAGACCAAAAATGGGAAATAGTACATTATTATCTCTTTTGTTTCAATAATCCGGACGCGGAACAATTTTTAAAAATAGTGAGTGCTAGAAATCTGAGGACTGAAGAAGAACGTGCTGAAATTGTTCGAGAGTTGCAATGTTATTTGAATGAACCGCCAACAGGGAATGGAGAAGAATAAACTATCACTTGTAATTGTATTTGGTTTTGGGAATTAGTTCGACTGTTGAGTCTTCTTGATCGTGTTCAACGACGTAAATTACAAAAATACCACCTTGCCACCATGAAAGTTGCTGGTAACTTGCCTTCATGTGTTCTATCAAGTCAAAACTTTCTAGTTCTTCGAAACAGCCTGTTCGGTCGGTAAGGTATTTACCCAATGCACGCGAAGAAATTATCAATGCACCGCCTGAAAACAGAGGATTCTTGCGCTTCTCAATGTCGATGCGTTCTTTGGAGCGAAAAGCAGATGCAATGTTACCGGTTTCCCATTCAATGGCGAATTGTTGCTTGCTGTGAGGACATGTGTAAAGATAGTCAAAGGCAGGTTCACCTTGTTCGGTCCAATCGGGTTTGTTCAACAGTGTCGTTCGAAAGTTGCTTTGAATGGGTTTTGTTCCATTGGCTTTTTTGGTTGGATTGATTTTGAAGTTGTTGCCGTTTGAGGGCCATACAACGGAAGCAATAGCCTGACGAATATCTTGGTCAATGCCCGAAATTTGTTTGAGGTCACCGGCTATGATGTGTGTTGCTACGAGTTTCATGACTGTAAATGTTTTTTCTGACCTTGACCCGACCAAAGCAAATAAAGCCTTTTGAAAAAGAGCAACCAGAAAAAATACTTGTTGGTAAGATTTATTTTTTCACTTTGTTTGTTTGTTGTAGTCCACAAAAAAGAAAACAAACCATCTTTTTTCAACAACAATCTTCAAAAACTTTTTCTCAACAACCAAACTCGTACACACCTACCACTCATGCAAATCTTTGTCAAGACTCTCACGGGCAAGACTATCACAATTTCTTGCGAATCAAGCGATTCTATCGAAAACGTCAAGCAAAAGATTCAGGACAAGGAAGGTTTGTGTAATTCTCTAATTTATCAAGTCTTTGGACTAAGAGATTATTGGCTACTAACATAATGATCGCACCGTTTTGACTAGGTATACCTCCGGACCAGCAACGCCTCATTTTCGCCGGCAAACAGCTGGAAGATTCGAACACGCTGGCAGACTACAACATCCAAAAGGAGTCCACCCTGCACTTGTAAGTATTTTATTATGAGAGCATGTGATATTTTACGCTTTTCTGACCCAAAATTGTGTTTGTTCTTTAATAATGCAGGGTTTTGAGATTGCGCGGTGGTATGCAAGTTTTTGTCAAGACTCTGACTGGCAAGAGCGTAACTTTTAACGTCAGCGAAAATGATACCGTTGAATCCCTCAAGGGCAAGATTCATGAACGCGAGTCTGTTCCAGTGGATTAGCAGCGCCTCATTTTTTCTGCTAAGGAGATGACTGATGGCAAGGCCACTCTCAAGGATTTTAATATCGGAAATGACAGCACGATTCACCTAACTATGAGGCTTCGTGGCGGTTAATCTGGATGATGAATGTCTATGTGGAATAAAAAACTTGTATTAGAATTATTGTATAAACATTATTGACTGTGAAAACACTCAAAACACTTCACACATTGTCATTTGTATTTCTGCTTCTAGTCCTGTTCATGTACATATTTACGAGTCCATTCCTGATCCTCAAATGCAGCGGCTAAGATATATTGGCAGAAATCTGGCTACATGTACGAAACAAACAAGGAAGTATCGCCATTGTGAAGCCATAAAGCACCAACACAACAAATCCAAAAATCCAGCATATACTAATCAGCCATACTAATGCGCTAATGCATATGTAGAATAGCAGCAATATATTAAAAATGATACCACTATTGACTATCGGTGCAAACAGAACAAATGCTGCAATGTGAACACAACCACATGCAATCATAATGATGGCATTCACGATGATGCGAGTATTGTCTATGTAAAATATGGCCTTTTCGAAAGCAGCTTGTAAATATATCAACTTGTACAGGCTGGTTACAAGATATGTCGTTAGAGTCAATACCATTTCGGTAAAGTGCATAACGACACATGCTAACATTAACCGACTTATATGGGTGAGATTTAAACTTGTAGAAGTTATTGGTTGGTTCCAAAGTATGATATACACGATAGATGTAACAACTCCAAAGAACAGTTCGATGCTTGTCGGTATGAGATACCATGGGACATTGATCTTGATTGATGCCAGCGCCCAATCGACATGGTCTTCGACTTGTTGTTTTTCGTAGTCCAAAGGAAGTTGAGGTGATTTTGATTCATTGGCAACTTGTTCATAGGGTTCCATGTTTTTTGGGATACAATGAAATATTTTTTGTATTTGTTTTTTTATTCTGCCGTGTCGAACATGGTCGACCTTTGGAATCTTACGATTCTACCGTAGTCTTGGCCTTTTTCTTGGCAGGCTTTTTCACTTTGGGTTCAGAGTCAGAAGTTTCAGAGTCTTCGTCCTTGAGTTTCTTCTTTTTACCAGTTGTTGACTTTTTTGGAGCGCGAGTTGGTTCTGATGTTTGTTGAGGTTCAGGTTTAGGTTCAGATGTTGTTGTCGATACCATGTCAATTTCTATGGCCCAGATGGAAAATCCATTTGGCAGTCTACCCAAGTTGAGTTGACTTTTGTGTTTTGCCATCTATCCTTCTATCGAACAGTGAACACAATAGTCACAAAACATTCTGACTGTAAGCTTGTTGGGACTGCTCTTGTTGTGCTCTATCCAAAAAGCATATTGGTCAAAGTTTCGTTCATGGGTGCAACCTTGGATTACAATGTCCTATTTTGTAAAGTTGCTGCTATTTTTGCAGTCTATGTTGGCATAAAAATATTCTCCCTTGTCATCATTGTATATGGGTCCAAGATTTAGAGCCTTGATGTTCATGCCACAGTAGGCATTGTTGTTGATGCTATCCAAAATAGTTTGTGGGGAAGACTGCATATTTTTTCGGGAAGGTTTTGTTTTCGGACAGGCGAACCAAAAAAATATTGTTTCAAAAATATTTTGCTCCGTCACAAAAGTTGGCAACTCAAAAATATTTTGGTGGCTCAAAAAAAGTTTACTCTGTTGCGAAAGCTGGACTTCAAAAATTTTTGGACCAAACAAAAAAATGAGTCTTGTCCAGAGTCAAGAACACAACAACGCCGTCGATGCTCTAACACAACTAATTGAACTCTTACATGAAGAATCACTGCTGTGGCTCGACCAACAATCTGGTTACAAGTCCAAAACCTATGGAACCATCAGAACCATGAGATTGAACCTCAATGTCATCAAGATGCTAAGTAATAACCCAAGTGCAGTTGCATATGCCATTCAAACTAATCACAAGGTAACTCAACAACAAATTGAAAGTTGCTTCCACAAAAACAGGGGCACTCCCGAACAAGTTGCAGCAAAGAAGCATCGAGCAATAACATTATTTACAAACTTTTACAGACACATGGCTCGAATGTTGGAAATGCAGATTGAGAACAGGCAAGAAGAGCAATAAAACTTCATGAGCAACAAAACCTTTTTTCATCAACACCCACCCCTCCCTCTCCATTTGCCCCTTCTCACCAAAAACAAATGTCTCAATTTCAAACAACACCGGTTGATGTCACAACACTCCCAGAATACAAAACATTCTGCGCCTACATTGATCGTTGCATAAATACTCGCGGAGCAAGTTTCTACTTGTTCGAGTTTTGCCACGAATTGACACTCACCTCGGAAAAGGGCATGCCTTGGTTCGACAATGATGAACTCTGTGAGCCAGGATCAAAAATTGTCGAAACAGGTCGCACCGCAGAAACTAGTTGGGAATTTTCGGCCATCAAAATAGCAGACCTGGAACCCACCGAAGCAGAAATGGAAGCACTTTACGTGTTGGGCATAGAGTTTAGCATCAATTCCGGCACGGCTAAAGGTTTACGTGCACCCAAGTTGAAAGGATCGGATGATGATATTCGCCTGTTCCATCAATACATTGGCAAACTAAATGAGGTTCACGAAACCAAAACCGTCCCGGCAGTCAATTCAGGTCGCACAAATTTTGCCAGCATCAAGATCTATCCTGAACGCATTCTCAACCACGAGTGCATGACATGTACTTATCCTGGAGAATTTTCGTTGCCTGTTCCTCCCGAAATCGAAGTGTGTGTACAAGAAATTACCAAGTGCTTCGCTCCCAATTTGGCCGATTTGTTGCCCACCGATGAAGAAAAACAGGCCATGATTCGTTTGGGCATCTCTGGCAAATCCAACGATAAGATGTTGTGGCAAGGCAATGATCTGGACTCTGACTTGTATATGGATGTGCTATGATGATAAACATGTGTATAATATGTATGTATAGTTGATATTTGTTATTATTTGGACGTTGAATGGAACTCTGTTGGATGGAACTCGACATGGGTGTTGTCACATTTCATTAGCGTAGTGAGTTCCAAAGGCACAGGAACTTTTTAAAAGAGGGCTCTCACACACAACACCAAAACACCCCTTCGCCAAACAACTTTCTCAACACCTCCTTCCCCTCAACACAACTCAAACAGTCAAACCAATCATGTGCCTTCACAACTGCACTCACACTCACACTTCAGCCCAAACATGCAACACTGCCACCGGGGTTTACAAAAATACTGAAAATGACCTTGTGGCAACGCAGATTCTCGCTGCAGAAGTTGCTCAGATTGAGAAAAACGAAAAGGGCGATAATGACAGCTTCCTCAGCATCAGAGAAACCGTTGCTCTTGAATGCTACAAGGAATTTAACGATCGTGTATTTGGCGGTCAGTTGCCCGAAAATATGGTCATTAGTTGGACTGCTAGAACTGACAATGCTGCCGGTCGTTATCATTGGTTCTTCTCTGACAGCAACAAGACACGCCCATTGGCGACTTACCGCGCCGATCGCTAGTACATTGACCTGTCGACTAAGTTGATCACAACTCGTTAGAGACTGCGCTCAACGCTTCTTCATGAAATGGCTCATGCTGCTTGTGATTTGATTGATAAGGACTTTAATTAGCACAACAAGGACATTAGCGAGGCTATTGCTGTGCGTGATAGGGTAAAGACTATTTTGGACCAAATCGCATTGGAATATAAGCGCATCGACCCCAACGGCAAGGGTATCAAAATACTCGATGTCACTCGTACGACCGACGAGAAGAAGGACCTTTACAAGTCTCAAGAGTATGTCGACCTGCTCGGCAATTACCTAGACTCTCTCCGCACCATTGAAGTCGGCAAGACCATTCCAAAACTCAAGAAACAGGGAGAGCGCAAGGCTTTGGACTTTTTGCTCAACAAGAGCAGCCTCGAAAAGCAATACAAGACATATCAACCGGAAAGAGACGGTCATGGCGATCTCTTCCATGCCTGGATGAAGAAGTGTAATGATACCTATGGCGCCGAGTTTACCACGACGATCTACCACGATTTCGAAATTCCTCGCCGCTAGATTCTGTATTGCGATGTCTGTCACATTGTAATTGCCACCAAGGATCGTCGCAGTGACCTGTTGGGAACATGTCCTTATGACTACAGGGGTGTTCACGAGGCAATCGGACGCAAGGGCAAACTCTCTGTTCTGGCCGATGCTAAGCATTACGACATTGACCAAAACTTTGGTGGCTTCACCTCCGATCAAATCAAGTGCATTGTCCATGAGAAACTCTGGAAGGACAAGGACCCCAAGCAATGTGTCGCACCTCAACTTGTTTGGTGGGAACCTCGTCGTAAATCTGATGACCTTGCTAAGCGCGAGTATGACTCAGATGATGAAGATGATGATGGATCGGATCTCAAGGATTTTATTGTTAGCAGGAAGCGTGCTCGTCATGAGGAAAGAGAAATAATAGAGGAAGAGGAGGAAGAATGGCAGGATGAAGATGATGTCATGGAAGATGAACAACAACTAGATGAAGACGAGGAAGAGGAAGAAGAGTGGCAGTTTTCTGACGACGACGAAGAAGAGGAATAGCGTCCAGCCAAAAGACGTCGTGTAGTGTATGATGACGAAGATGAGTAATCAATACACAATACCTGTTGTATCGCAAAATATTTGACTTTTTTGTTCAGTGTGCACTCAACAAATAATTCTTTTCCTTTGACCATCAAGCCAACTTTACACAAAAACCAAACACTTTTCCATCAGGCCCACCTCAACATGCCCAACGATATCGAAACCCTTACACCCGAAAAACTTTTGCAACTTCAAAGTCAGGACCCAAAATGTAAAGCCCTGTATTTTGTCGATACACCAAGCGATGATACCACAAATCCAAAACAGCAAGAATTGTGGTTGGACGGCGATGACTTGTGCGACAAATTGGACCTTCTTCTGAAATACAAGGTCGATGTGATAGCACTTAGTTTCGTTAGTATCACAAACTGGGAGTCAATGAAACAAAAAATTCAAGAAATCTACGCCAAACGAGGTCCAGAAACTCGTATTCGTGTATGCCACAAATATTGTTCTGTCACAATTTGGCTTTGGTGGTTATATGATAGTGGCATGTACGGTGAAAATGTGAACATCGATTTAGGCGAGGTAAATATGGATTTGGCAGACTTTCCTAACATGGTGGCAGAAAGGTCTATGGCCTATTTATTTGACAGACAACGATTTGAACCATGCTGATAACAAGAAAAAAAGTAATAAACAATAATAGTAATGGTACTTTACATGCAATCAATCGGTGTTGTCATTTTGACTCTTTTGGCTAACCGCTCGATGCAGTGAGGATACAAGTCCAATTCGTCGACAGACAACTGATTCATGTCCGACTCAAGATTTGGTCCATGTGATTGGCTATGATGGTTATCAATTCTAATCCTAAGACTACGAACAAACGGGCCGATAATTTGCCAAAATGTTGGTGACTCGCTGCAATTGTGTGTGTCGCGGTAAATGATCAGCTTTGACGCACTCTCGTCTTCCATCAATCCATTCGCTAACGAACAAAATAACTATTCTCTTTTGATGCTAAAATTGGTGCAGATTGCCGATATGCGAAACTGCTAAACAACGGGCAAAAGGGCCAACTGCCGAATTGCGTCAACGTCTCTCTGGGAACCGATATCAATGTCTGCCTGCACTATCGTAAATCGCGTCGTATTTTTGGACCAACTCTTTTGATTTTCAACTATTGCATCATACAATTGACTATATTGATCTTGGCGCATGGTAATATGTACATTGGTCTTCGGGATCAATTTTGACAAACGCGACACGTTGCCTGCGTTGCGCAAAAAATCGCCAACATCCATGTGTAACGTGCACTGCGGCAATCTCACCGGCAATAAACGTCGCCAATTCATGATGTTAATTTCGCCACATTTATAGCCGCCGTCGATGCGATCATAGTTCAGCGAACGTCCAAAAATGCGATGGCGCCATTTCGATGGATCGGCTGCAAAATAGCCAAATAAATACTAAACCGACACTACGTGAGCCAAATTTTGTGCGTGATCGCAATATACATCTACAAAATCAAGGATCATTAAGATCTGGTTGAAATGTAGACGCTGAACAAATTCAGTGGGGCGCATTCGCTTTGGCATAATATTTGGTTAATGTTGATGATGATAATGGAGGGGTCGGAAGGGATGGTTTGATTTATCAGCCTGTCTGCCTTCCATTATGTGTGAGCAAGCAAACAAGCACGCGATCCGGACTGCCTCTGTGCGTGAGTCATTATCGCGGCGTGTGACATGATAAGCATGTTGTTACCCTGAACTCTTTGCTAGTTTGCCAAATTTGATTTTTATACTATTGAATTGCATGCAGTAACGATCTTATAGAATACAACAATATATAACAGTGACACCATAAAAACAAACCGTCAAAGCGTCAAAAATTGTTGCCCACACAAGTATTCACGTAGTCTATAAAGTCAAAGGTATGATGCAGAACCTATGTAATTTGGTTTGGCTGTCCATTATTGTTTGTTTGTTGTGTGAGATGGAAGGTGCAGTGAAGTGGAGCGGAAGGAGTGCGACTGAAGGGCAAAGTGAAAAAATGTTTTGTGTGCGTGCGGTTTTGGTCGACTTGTTTTTTCTCAAAATAAAAAAAATATTAATCATGTCCCTCCAATCGATTGCTCACATTGAAGAAATATTGGATCGCATTTTTATTCATTTGGACACACCGACCTTGGTTCAAAAGATACAACTAATCAGCAAACAATGGTACAGAGTAGCCGACCAACACATCAACTACAACAAGAGCACCTAGTTACCTGCCATTGCATGGGCATCTATGAATGGTAAAATAGACATGGTTAAGCGACTTTTATGGCGCCCAAATGTTGATCCAAGTGCAGATCGTAACGTTGCAATTATAGCGGCATGCTATAGTAAAGATTTGGACATTATAAGTCTATTGTTGTCTCATCCCAAAGTCGATCCATGTGACCAAGATAACCTGATTTTCAAATGTGCATGTATACGTAAGCAACCAGATATAATTCAATTGCTATTGACGTAGAAGCCTGAAAACGAACAATATCCGAAATTCGATCCCAGCGTAGAAGATAACAAGGCAATTCGATGGGCATCTAAAAACGGGTACGTAGAATTGGTGCATGCACTACTAAATGATCCAAGAGTCGACCCTACTGTGCGTGGTAACATAGCCATTCGAAATGCAGCTGCATATGGTTACACGGAAATGGTAAGCAGACTACTTGAAGATCCAAGAGTTGATCCAAGTATATAGCATAGCGAAACAATTAGAGAGGCATCTTGCAATGGTCACCTAGCAGTGGTAAACATACTACTCGAAGACCCTAGAGTAGATCCTAGTGCTTGGTATAACTATGCAATCATATGGGCAGCTACATATGGTCACATAAATGTAGTGAACAGACTACTCGAAGATCCAAGAGTCGATCCCAGTGCTCAAAACAATGATGCCCTTGTATGTGCCGCCAGAAGCGGTTACTTGGCAGTTGTCGACAGATTACTTAAAGACTCAAGGGTTGATCCCAGTGATGGTAATAATGCTCCCATTATGTGGGCGTGCATTGGTGGCCACGTGGCAGTTGTCGACAGACTGCTCAAAGATCCAAGAGTCGATCCATGTGTACCAAACAACAATGCCTTGGAATGGGCATTAAGATATGATCGTATTGACGTTATAAAAAGGTTATCATAGGACGAAAGGGTATGTTTGACTTGGAAATAGAGATGTATTGTTGCTTTGAAACAACTGGTGGTGAAATTGTTCTTATCTTTTGTGCCATAAAGCAATTTGTAAAACATGATAAATATATATATCGTACAAAGCGCATGTAGCACAGATGGAAGTGCGTCAGGCTACGAACCTGGGCACATGTGGGAAAATTGAGCAGTTCGTCAATATCCTGCACAGAGTTTTCCGAATAAATAAATATTGGTTCCATTCGTATCACTAGTCGTTCTAAAGACTGCTATGTTTCAGCAGAAATCTATTGAGAGGTATACTACGACGATTTTTCTTTGTCTGCATGCTCTCTGGAAAATGTGACAATACACTTGTCTATTTTGATGCCACAGTCCAAGATATCCGCTAACTAATAATATTTCTAATATTCCCAATTTACCACAACGCTATGAATCCTTTTGATACTGTTACTACCTTCTTTGATACACTCGGCAATCTATTTCAAACTATTTTTGTCCACAATTTCGGTTTCGATAACGACGCTTTCGGCCACGTGCTTATAATGACCAATAAGTTTGTCTAAATTCTATGTTGTCAATTGCAATGGTGTTTTGTGCCGACACAGAATGGGATATCGCCAATTACCGTCAAATCTGATGACAATATTGCGACGAACGGAATCCAAGGCAAAGTAAGACTAATAAATACTGTTATCAGAACTTGAGTCGTAGTCGTCGATAAAATCATCGAAACCATATTCGCTAACAGTGTGCTGAAGCGTCAAATAAACTTTGGTCTACTTGTGCTTCTGTGCCCATTCATTGAACAGTCTAGCTATTTTCAGTGTTTTCTAAGCATCTATCCGGTTTCGCACAATCCCATGAATGGTAATGGTTTCTACGTCATAGAGCAAGTCGGTGATGCTATTAGGGTCAACTATGTGGCGATTCAAGATGCGATAGATGGATTTGTTGGAGTCGTCATGAAAACGGCCATAGAGTGCTTTCACGGATTTTGGATCTTCACGTGATGTTGGTAGCCAAGGAAATTCGGGTAGAAATGAAAGAATGTTGATTTTGGCGTCGGTGCATAATGAGTCAGAGTTGTGAGAGTGGGCAGAAAAGTTTTCGAGGGGGGCTGAGATGAACATGGCAAAAAAATTTTTGTTTTGGCGCACCACAAATAAAATTAGTTCAACGGTTCTTGTTCGCTTGGAACTCGAACTGGACTCGCAAAAAAACTTGTTTTTCTCAGGCAGCAACAAGAACCACCTTATTTTTATTAACCACATGACACTTGAACCGCTTTCTAAGACCAAGGGCAATCCATATTTTGTCTAACCATGCCGACAACTTCATTATTACACGTATAATATTTACGGACTGTGTTTCAATGGTTACGAGTTGCACGGGCGGATGCTAAAGTATCTTGTCCAATATCACCGCTGTGTGACTTTTTGTCAACACGTTTTCGGGGTCGACAATGTCAATGCATGTTGTGCGGGTACATGCCTTTTGTCTGAGCAAAGAATCAATGTCCTCGATCAAAATGTCGGGGTATGCACGTGCAGATGTAAGTCTAAACACCAAGTGATCGATAGAATCTACTCCTATCAAAGCCCGATACGGCAACGTTTTCTACACAGTGGTCGGAAACATGACGATGGTCTATTCAACGGCGATACTACATTCTACGGGAGCGTATTCCCTACAGTCGGTGCCATCTGCATCTAACACGAGAGTTCGAATCTTTTTGATGCCACTATTACTGGCCTTGATACACTTGGCAAGCAATTCAAGTTTATGCATGTCTATCAAATCGCAATCAACAAAGACTCTGTTGGTTCTGCGATTCTAGTAATGGTTGACTACACGGTCCAAATTTTGTGATGTCAAGAGATTTTCCTTCGACTACTAGTCCCAACACCAATAACCGCTATTGTACTTTACTACGACATCACAAAGCACAGATTTCAAAGCAAATAATGACTATCCGATAGGATTTTCGTCGATAAACTTGTTGTAACCTAATTCGCCCATGTTGTGGTATAGCGTAATCCGAACTTTGGCAGACTTGTGATGCGTCTTTGCCCATTCGTCAAATTGCTTTGCCACCTGTAAAAAGTCTTGACTTCCAGAATCCTACTCTCTTTTGCAGATGGTAATGGTTTCGACACCATAGAGCAGGTCACCGTCGTAGGGATTGACAATGTGTCTGCGAAATATGCGATAGGTTTTACTACTGGGGTCACCGCGAAAATAGCCATAGAGTGCTTTTATGGACTTTGGGTGCCGGTACGAGGTTGGTAGCCAAGGTGTATCGTGTAGGAACGAAAGGATATTGACTTTGGTATCCGTACACAATAAATCAATATGATGATGCGAGAGTGAGTGTAACGAAGAAGAAGGGTGTTTAAAAAGGGCCGAGAGGAACATGCGTTGATTTGTTTTGGATAAGCACGCTCCAAAAATAATTTTGTTTGTTCTTGACGCACAGTTCGCACAACAACAAGTTCCCATTGGCGTTGAACATGTACAATGTATTTTATTGCTACACAACACACAAACAACGGTCAACCTGCATTTTCCATGTGCTTTGATTCTGTTGCCTTGACTGCTTCATACTGATCCTTGTTACGCAAATAGTCATCGTAATACCACCGAAGCAGGTGAATCTTGTTGGTTCTGTCCAGACCCGAAAGCCATGGGATTGCCTTGCCGCCTCTTTCGAATCTCAGTTTGCGAAATAGGTGTGCACCCATTGATAGTCTGGCATCGTCGACTGGATATTTATCGGGGAAGATACTGACAAATTGGTCCTGTGTGCGCAAATGATTTTCGATTGCTGCGATGAGGTCCAGAAATTGTGGATCGACTGATTCGCCCGTTGGTTGGTAGTTGTCGATGGCCAGAAATATGTCGATTTGTTTGTTGAGACTATCGACGTCGAGAATTCTTGAGCGGGTGAACATGTTTGGTTGGTGGCAGAAACAAAAATAAATAAAGTGAAATGAAGGGTGCTGATGAAGTGTCGCAAAGTTTTGCTTTTCCCGATCTCCGATGTCACCCGCTTCTAGTTTCGCATGGCAAACACCAAAAAACCATCATACTTGCGTAACTACTGACACGTGCGAGAATCGAACTCACGTCATCTGGTTGGAAGCCAGACATTCTGCCACTGAACCAACGTGCCTTGGATGATGTTGTTTGTTATAGACAACAGACAGCACAACACAACAGACAAAAGCAAAACAAGTTCAACAAATATTTGTTTGCCAATAAATAAACATCAACAAGTCAACTACTCGACAACCAACAACCAAATAGCAATTATAATGGACATTGATCGTCTCAACCGCATTAGCCAACAAACTTCTTCGTCAACCAATTTGGTAACCTATATTTTAGCCAAGGGACAGAATCTGACACTTGCCAGAAGAAAGTTGGATTCAGAAATCTCTTCGGCTCAGAATGTCAAGGACAAGAATACTCGCCAAGGTGTCATATCTTCTTTGCAGCGCGTTCAAGAACAACTGGGTCAGCTGAGAGCAGAAGATGTAAACCTAGCTTCACAATACGGTATTGCAGTGTTTGCTGGATAGCGTCTTTGACCCCAGAAATGGGCCCAGTGAGTGGGTGTGTGAAGTGTTTGTTCCACCGATGCCCATTGACAGGAATATTTACTATTGTGACAAGAGGTTCCACACTGAATCCATCGAGGGTTTGTTTGCCGACAATGACTCTGTTCCCAAGTATTTGTTGGCAGTCATTGGAGGCGAAGAAGTTGAAATTTGGATCAAATAGGGAACCAAGATGGACAGACTTAAAAATCTTTCATGCCACCGTCAGAAATCTTAGCGCAAGGGTGGTCAGTCTGCTCATAGATTCCAAATGATTCGTCTCGAACAGATTGCCTAGTGGACCAAAAAGATTGCCGAAGAAATTGGTCAGCAAATCGACAATCATCAAGTTTAGGGAGCCATCATGGGTGGCACGGGCGACATACCTCAACAAGTTTATGGTGCACTACAGTCACGCGAAAAGTTTGTGTCGCCTCCTGTAACTTTGCCCGAATTGTCAGTTCGTTTGTTGACAGAAAAGTTGAGCCAGTTTGAAGACAAGTTGCAGAATCCCCTGTACGAAAAGTATCGCGAGGAAATCGAGGCCCTAATAGCCATCAACCCGGACGCTCTGCTCTTTGGACAGGAAGCACTGGATGCATTGACGGACCACGGAGTAAAGACTCTATACACGACGGACGGGTCAACATCAGAAACAGCCGAAATAATCACGGTAACCCAGCCGGGCAGTTTCAAGGACTTTTTGGAAAAGTATGGAGGCAGTATTGGTATCAGATGGTATTAAACAAAACAAACAAAATAAATAACTTCTAATTTCCAAACTATTTACAAAGTCTAAATGAACCTAATCAACTAAATGCGCTAATCCCCAGTCAGCGGCAACTCATTGTACTTCTGATCCGTATAGAATACAACCAGCTGCTTGAGCCTGTTGATCGTGGCCAGTCGTTCTCCATTGTCCATGTGCTGCCAAGCAAAGCCGACCACTTCGACGAATATATCGTAGCGCGTCTGGAATGGAACATCGTAGATAGCCTGCTCATTGTCGTCATCACAATGGTTGAATACAATGGTGCTATTGCTCGACAAGCCGGTGAACATGTCCGAAAACAGTTGACACTTGCTCGGATAGTTTTTGAGCACATGGAACAAGACCGAATAACCCTTCTCCTAATATGTTTCTACACCCGAAGCAAACTTGATCGAATGAGTTACTTCATTTTCGACCAGATACATGGGCAGCAGCTTGTATCCAGCAAAACACATGAGAAACGACAGCAACACGAAAAAGCGGTCCTATACTCCGTCAATGCTAAAAATCGGCTTCTAGCGCACAATGGCAGCTTGCATGTAACGATTTCTGTCGTGAATCAAGAACCTAACCATATTGATGGCACCCGTGATGATGGCAACCGCAATGTGAGTCTAATTCACGGGCAGCAAGATCGGGATCGGAATGCCCACGGTGAACAGACCCCTGCCAACTATATCCTAAAATCGCTAAACATGATCAGCAGCAATTACAGCCTTGAGAAGCTGCGGTTCACGAAGCCAGCGCGTCGGCACAAGAATAAAAGCAGCGAATGATCTACATGTCAATCTCGCCTTTACACCTGACACAACATCCAAATACTGTCCCAACCAATAAACCACTTTGTCAATCTTGTAAAATGGATCGGTAGGAGCCGGAGGTAGCTGAACAACATTACGTTGAGGAGGAGAAGGAGGCTGAGGCGAAGGCACAGGTGTCAAAAACACAGATCGCGTGGCGACAGGGCCGGCAGTCGAAAACGAAAACGCAGAAGGGGCAGAAGGGGCAGAAGAGTCCATGAGGCGAAAGACGGTTTGGTTTTTTTGGTTTTGGCCAACGACAGCGGTTTTGGAGGTCGATTGATCAATTTCGCGAAAGTTGACAAATTTTTTTGGATGTTCTCAAGGGTCGAGTTCTCACGTCCAGTTGCTGCCGTCCCCCTTCGCCTTTTCAACCGTCAGCCTCCAAAACACTTGACCCCCTTTTCCAACAAACAATTCCTCTCAACATCCCCTTTGTTGACTCTCCTCACAACATAACACACCTTCTGATAAACAACAATGATCCAAACCAAAGTAGTCATGTCTGTCACTCATCCCAAAGGCATCGCCAAATCCACCGGGCGCACTCGCATGACTCTTCGTGAGAGTCGCTCCTACAATGCACAACCTGTAGCCGTTGGACAGGTCCAACCCAATGGTCGAACAGGTTCGACTGCCGCCGTCAAAGTCGAATACTAGGTGTTGGAGCACAAGATGTCGTCAGTCAAATCTCTGGATCAACTCAAGCAGGAACTGGTGCCCATCATCAATCGCAGCGTCATCGAAGGCAACAAGGGCGACCTCTTCCTACCCGACATTACCCCGGACCAAATTGCCGACTTTTTGGCTCTCTTTGGTAACCAAGACTATGAAATCCACCACGAAATGGACCTCTACTTTGCCATGCGCGTTCCCGGACCCTACAACACATTTCCTCTGGTCAAGACGATTCTACAAAGGAAACCTGCCACTTTGGAAACCCTCGAAGAACAAGGCATGATACCTTTGCTCCGCAGCATCCCTTTGAACCTGTTCATGTGGATTTTGGACAATGCTTTGCCGACCACTAACCACGTCCAACAGAGAATCCTCGAAAAATTCTGGCGTGCTCTGGGCACCGAAAAATATGGCACCGCTGTCCAGGCCCAAGAAAAGTTCAATTATCTTGTCTTTGGAATCATTGTATGCAGACAAAAAACGGGCATTCTCTTTGGAGCATAAAATTTTGTTTGTAGTTGTTTTGTCAATCCAAAAAATATGTTTATTGTGACGAATTTGTTTGGCTTTCCTCTGCAATCAACGCAACAACCTTTTCCTTACAAGCCTCTATCTAAGTTCTAACAGGTTGACTCAATACACTTTCATAGAGTCTGTGTTCCATCAATTGATTAGTAATTTTATCCTATATCACATTCAAGAAATTGATAACACTATGAGCATACTATCTATCTACATATTTGACAGCAAAAATTACTAATTTAGCATAACTTCGCACTTGTTCATCAATGTCCCGTTTGTCTTGATTTGATACATAGTCATTCAAAATCCAACGTATGGTGTCAATGTATAATGTTTTGGTGAATTTTACAGCATCAAAAGTCAAGATTGGATACTAAATACATATTTTTGTCTATACATCATCAGGCAACTATGTTATAAAGCGATTGAGCAACAATTCTATTGCAACGGATGTACAATTTATACTATCAACATCATCGTTCAAACATAGGTTTTCCAAGTTTACGTGTGCATCTATATCTATCATCCATTTATCAATAGTAACCAGAGCAGATGGCGACACTAAAAGCTTACTCTGTTTAGGACATGGTTCATGCAACAATGCCAATGCTTGATGTACACCGCTTTCACTTTCTCCATCTGTCAACTCGTAGCAAATATTACTGTTCTCAGCGTATCCATAGAATTGAGGTGTGAACAGGTGCATAAAGAATTCTTTGCTAATACTGATGAGATGAGGTTTAGATACCCAAAAAGTGCGACCTGTGTTCAATGTAAATGGCTACAGATAATCTCGAATACGAGAATCTTGTTCTTGTTCTAGAAAAATGTTCATGATGATGTATTTGTTATCAGTAAGTGACCAAAAATGGATGTGCAGATCTTTCAAACATATGATTTGAAGAATAAAAGTCCAAAACAAAAAAAAGTAATTCAAATCATTGTCATTCGAACAAAATTATTGTCAGCGCTAATGTAAAAACAGTCTGTAACTTTTATTACTCCCAAGCGCCTGCAATTGCGGCAACTTTATAACAATGTCCACATTCACCGAAACTACAACCAATAATATTGACAACTTTGGCTTTTCAGGTCTCAAGTTGAATAATGATACTGTTGCTGGACCACAGTCAAAAAAGACAACGGAAATACTTTTGAGGCGTTTCTCTCCAGTTGCTGACTTGTCGGGTTTCTTCTCTGCATTCATTATTGGTCCAAGAGAATCAGGCAAAACTTGGCTCAGAGATGACCTTACCCAGTATACAGTCGATAATGGGTATCTTTTGATTGAAAACGAAGTCAGTATCCAGCAATCATTCCCAACTTTTGGTGGTCTGCACTTTTCTACGGACAGCCAACTGACCTTGTGTGACAGAATGAAATCATTTTTCGAACAAATTCAAACCAAGGAAGGTGCATCTGTTTATAAGAACATAATACTGGATGGAGTTTATGACAGAAAGTTTTGGAAGCTTCCCGAAGTTTCTCAATTGATTTCTGATTCACACAAGTATAATGCTTGCATCTTTGCCGAAATGCAGTATGCTTGTGACATTCCTCCTTCCGTTAGATGTAACGTTGACTATGTGTTTGCTCGTGCGACACAGGTCGAACATCATTTGGAAAGGTTGTATAAACACTACTTTGATGTGTTTCCTACTTTTGAACATTTCAAGGCAGCTATGAAAGCAGTATGCAACAAACACCCCTATGCTTTCATGGTCATCGATTGCCGCGTCAAAGCAAAAGGTTTGGAGTCGGTCTATTGGTATGTTGCTCAAAACGATGACGATACGATTCGTGTGGTTGTGAAGGATAAGTGAAAGATGGATGTAAAGTAAATAATAATAAAAATGATACATTGTATTGGTTTTTAAATATATTTGAATCACCAGTCCGTAATGTAAATCCTAGACAAATCCTCTTCGTCATCACTGAACAAAATATTGACCAACTTTTGCAGCATACTATCTTTGAATGTGTCAGCAAATCTTTTTTCATTGAATTTGTCTCCACTGATCCACGAAATAGTTTGGTTGACAATGTCGAATGCTACAATGTGATTGGTTACAGAGTCGGCGTAGCTGCAACAACCACATGGCGATTCGTACGAGTAGATGTATCGCAGTTTGTAGACTTCTCTGTTGTTTTCGTCAATGTGGTCAAACTGTAAACGATATTCATCGTAGCTGGATTGATAGCCCTACGTAAAAGTAATTTCAAAGTTGCTCTGTTGTCTGTGTTCAGCAGGAATATCTGTCAACTTTGCGGGCAAAACAGCCAATACATCATGCCAACGATTTTGAGGCTACAGAGGATCGTTTTTGGCCAAATCCATGCACAACTTGCGGTCGATATTATTCTTCAAGAAGCATTTGGCAATCATTTGAGCCCATGAATAGCGATTTTGTGCCTTTTGATCCAAATCTTTGACATTAAACTGGTAGTCACAGTAGCGTTTTTCATATTCTGTATCACTGGATTGCGAGTTGGCGCCCAAGAATAGTTGTTCGATTACCATCTTATCGTACAGCAGGTGAGGCAATGTTTCTGCAACAAACTTGAATCGACATGACCATAGTGGATCTTCGTTGTATCCATATGCATCATAGATTAGCTTTGTATATTCTTCTGACCATTCACCATCATTGTAAAAGTCTATGAAGCCAATAATGTGTGCTTGAATTTCACTGGGCAGTTGGATCATTGTTTTTTTTTCGTTGTGTGTTACTCTTTCTTTGGTTATAAAAATATTGTTATTGACGGCCAGTGTCAAGTGTCAAGTAACAGGTGTCAAGTTTGCGAAGTGTTCTTTCTCGTTTAGTTCGCGACACGTGGCAAGCCTCCAAAACACGAGGCGAAAAACAAACAAAAACTCAACACCCCCCTTCGTTTCCCCCTTCGCTAATCTCTCCTTCGCGCAACAGCACAGCACCTACTCACCAACAAAAAATGTCTCAGCAACCTCGCACAATCACAACCGTCACCGATATGAATATCGAATCTGAAATCATCAACTTCAAGGCAGCAGATGTTGGCATCTATTCTATGCCCGAAAACAAATTGCTGCTCAAGGTCTATATGGAATACATTGATGAGCAAACCGTCACCCATCCTCTCGTTCCCTTTGACTATGCTCGACTTCCCATCACTGATCAAGATTCGGCAAGCTTCTATAGAGTCAATGGCATCGATGGTTTGTCGGATCTGCACCTCTGCTGCGTCGAACCAGACAAGAAATTCCGCTTTCGCATCGTCAACTATTCTGACATGGAATTCTACGTGGTCATGTCCGTCGATGGCAAGAGAGGTCGCGCTGCCAATGGTACAAGTGCTTCATACCGCATCAAGCCTGTTACTGCCGCAACCGACAGCACCATGCGCACTCTAGAAAACTTTAGGATGGGCGACACCTTGATTCCACTCAAATTTGCCAAGCGTGCATAGGTCGAAGCATCCGCAGGTGACAAGGTCGATCTATCGTTGGGAGCAATTGATCTCTTATTTTTTAAGCCCATGCGCTTCTCTGAGGATACAAGTGTTCTTGATACCTCTGCAACGCTGCCCGAACTTACCACTGTTGGCATCACGGAAGAAGAAAGCAAGCGTTTTGGCATCTCTGTGGACATGAGCAACAAGGTCGATTTGCCATACAAGGACAACAAGACCTTGAAGTGCAGATTGTGTTTGGAGAAGCAGTTTGTCTATGCTCATCGTTACCTGTGTCGTGATACGCTCGGTTGTGTTGCTGAAAGGTAGGCACGTTAGGATGACATTCGTGCTTAGCAGATCAAGGAAGGCACCGCTAACAAGGAAGCAGAGGTTATTGACTTGACCGGAGACGATGATGAAGAGGAGCAGGATGATAGAGATGAAGAACAGGTCGAACCTGCTGCTAAGCGTATCAAGTTGTAAAAGTTTTGAAAGTTTGTTAGGTTGGCAACTTTGTGAGAGCAAACACCAAAAAAACTTGTCCAATTTATTTTTTCTGTAACAAACTCTTCTTTTGCCCATGTACTTTGGCAGCACAAGCGACTCATCCAACGAAAATGATGACAACACACTTGCAAAAACTTCAATATTCATCAAAGAACAATAGTTCAATATCCCAAAACATGGTGACTTGTTCAGCGGTCTCAAAGTTTCGAAAAAGGCCATTCTCAGATTTCATGAAATCAACTTGGTTATGGACCTTGAACCCAAAACCATTTATTTCAAAATGTTTCCGTTTCCACTATATTTGATACCAGAATTGACAATGTCGATAGAGTCGACCGGCAATATTCGTGTAGAATACTCGTGGTCTTGGTTAGGAGACAACAGGCCCCAAATTGTAAAACAGACCAAGAACATAGGAGACCATATCATCATGAATACATTGAAACTGTACGAGTGCCGAGAATACGATCCAAATCAAAAGCAACAGCAGTAGCAAATTCATTCAAATCAAAACCAACGACAGAGTGTATAATAAAAAAACGAGACTTTTTTGTGTGAGCCTGAAACAAATCGGTATCACATCAGCAAAAATGTCGCTCTCTCAGCAAATCTTTAATGACAACATAGTTGCATCTCAGTCTACACTATTAATAAGATAGGCAACTCACAAACCATTGCTACATCGTATTCGAGACAGACTGCCGCTCATTTACAAGGTGCTTACGGAGTTGGCTTTGGGAATTGCCTTGGTCATCATGTACAGCATTCACTGGCAATCCATAGGTCAATGCTCCAACATCAAAAGCATACATCCATTTTTAAGCATAGCCGTAGTATATAGCATCGTTGAACTGGTCTGTTTCCTGAGCAACATGAGCAAATTTCTGGAACCCAAAGGCGGATTTCTGTTTTTTGCTTCTCACCGACTCATCAAAACGGGCAGAACAGTCAGAAAACTATCGAGTCTTGTATTGACAACAACAAATCTCGGCCTACTAATAGCCATGTCCGTCCTATTTTGGGGCAGTTATTCAGAAATTCGTCGGTGTATGCCCAGTCTAGCACAATACGGACAGGCCATGCTCATCTTTCTGTGGATTGACATGGCAGTTCACTTGGTATTGGCTGCAATATTTTTGGTAATTATCATTCGACATGCATGCATACCGGCAATACATATAAGTTTTGTACAGTTTTTGAATGTTTGAGCGCCAGAACACCAATAAACACTTTTATTACTCGAATTAGTATTACATTATGCGCGTCATCAAAAGGCGACATTCTACTTGATTCTTCGGTGGATAACAATAAAACCCATATACCACGTTAATATTTTTGTACACATACTAAGCTAGCGCTACCAACTATGACTATTTGGGTTCTCGATACAATATGCATTTCGTGTCCTACATATTATCCAAAGCAGCCTTCTCATTATTCTAATTGATATGACTATTGTGGCACGACATTACTGTAATAAAAGGCAAACTTTCAAAATACTTCAACATGCTCAATATCCACGATTGACCGTTTGCGCCTTCGGGTGTACGTAGCCAAGCATATGTATTCATCCAAAACCGCTGCTCTAATCGAATCTAAGGATACAAATAACATAATGATTTTACATCCGACATCGACGATTCATCATACATTACGGATGTTAAACTCTAGAAAACAAGCTTTTTGGTAGCACAGGTGAAATACTCATAATATTGTTTCATGGTTCCGATAATATCATTATGTTGTAAATCTGGTGATATTTGAACACGTATTTCTTCGAGTTTTCTGCTTGAAGGTACTATCATCGCTTCAAATGTGACATTGCACAAGATATACAAAACATTTAAGTTGGGACACGAGTCGATAATGTGCTATAATTGATTCGTTTCTATGCAATCCTCATATCTAAAATCTATTTCAACATAGTGGATCGATTTGAATGTATGTTCCTAAAACATCTGTATAATTTTCGGCAAATGATATGTAAGCCAATTCTCATGTCTATTCTAGTATTTTATAAGGTCGTTACAACGCACCATGAGAGATCTAACCAAGTTATCGCTTTTGGAATTTGCTTCGAGCAACGGCTCAATCATACCAGCGTCGTCAACTACAATACTAGTACAACGAGAAGATAACTATTTGAAAGCTAACATTTGCTCTGGGTCCAATGCAATTGATGCATCAGCAAATCGCACGTTGCAATTAAGCAAAGGCAAGTAAGGTTTTACATTGTCCGCTGACAAATGGGTTATGAATGATATGTTGGCATATTTGCGCAGTCTGGTAATAAGGTCGCATCGTTTTGAGGTTCTATCTTCACCATATATGCGCAATGGTCCATTCAATTCAAAGCAAAATTTGTGTTTGCAATTAGTGAGCCATTGTTCATTTTCATCATCAGCCGTCCAATCTTCGTCGAAGGAACAATAAATGGTTCGATTTTTGTCGATATTGGGAAGTAACGGTTCATAAAACTATCTGAAATTTTCCAGATTTTTAAATGATGCAGTGTTGGGCAAGAAAAATGGAACAACTTGGCGACCATCTGCATTTTGACGAACAATATACATTTGTTTGGCTGATAATGGCATGTGATTACCATATAACATCAAACCAAATATGTCTGATGATGGAACATGGTCGATGATGTATTCTTTGAGACAGTGTGGGATGGTGTGCAGAGAGGCCATGAACATGAAACAAAAAAGCTGAGATAATTGTTGAAATTGTTTTTTTGGGAAACTATTCGACAACAACAAAACAAATGACATACAAAAATAAATAATTTGCTTTTATGCATTTCCGCACACTGACCGCAATGCCTCCTCTATGGCCCTGAGTTGCTGCACATCATTGACATAGACTTCATAGTCCTGATAGAAATACTTGTGCAAAAAGACTGCAATCCGCTGCTTGAGTCCGAATTTGGTGCCCTTTGATGGTGTAATGTGCTTGCGCCTCAACAGTTTGGGTGCTTGACAGCGACAATTGGGACATGTTTCAGTGTCGACGCCAACGGAATTGCCTTGAGCGAACCAGCGAGCCAAACATTGCTTGTGGATGGGTTGTTTGCAGCAACTAGTGACGTGCTTTTTGGTGGTTTCGTAGCAAATGACACAATCCATGGTTTGGTAGTTGTTGGTTGAAGGGCCAAGGAAAAGGGGTGATTAGTGAAGGGGTAGGGGTGTGTAAGAGCAAATTGTTTTGGAGAGGTTGAGTTTACCCTTTTGACAGCTGGATTTGGAGTTCCAAACACGAAGGAACTTGACATCCAAAAAATGTTTGACACATGAAACTACAGCCGACTTGATCCGTAAACATTTATTGACAATGACATACAACACAACACTGTGCACCAATACCAAGAACCCCGAAAAAAACATGCTCGCCGTCGCGCACCAACACCAACAACACACAACCCAAGAACAAGCGGTCAACTATCAAGGTAAAAACATGGCAGTCATAGGTCATGACGAATAGGCCTGTCAAAAAGCATTGTCACTTTCCAAAACGGCCAACAAAGTGTACATGATTGTCAACAGAACCCAGTTAGATGCTTAGCAAACCATACAAGACCAAATCATGAACAAGCAAAACATTACCATCCTATTGGACAGCATTGTCGATGCATCCATCGGCCACGGAAATACAACAACTTCTCTGATGGTCAGAAAAAATGGTGCATCATTGGCCTTCAACCTCAAAGTACATGGTGCTATTCATTGATATAAATCATCCGCTGCTTTTGTTCAGTTTGATTTTCGGTTGGACGAGCAAAATACTTTTTCACCATACACCGGTTGCCCTTCTTTCACATCCACAACACTCTCTCATGAACTTTTATTTCAGAACCGTCAGCTTCATTGTATTTCCTGTTCCATCATTGAATTTACGTTTTCTAGATTTGATACCATTCACAGGAGGAATCTACGTATGGGATGGTATGAACAATAAAACCACAGTAGTTGACACATTGTCAGACGCAGTGAAATGGGGAACGTCGTCAGAAAATAACCCAAACTGTTATTCATTTTACATGAAACCTAAATGTAGTGAATGTTTCGAGTATTTTCAGTTTGCTGTCGTCAATAGAAAAGACAATCATTGGCAAATCGAGTTTGAAACGATGGACATCAATCCGCTGATGAGTGAATTATTTGAGGCAATAGACCAGTTAGACTTTAAAGATGAAGTACATACAAAACTAGAATCATGGTATCGGGGGATAGGCACTCACCTCACACGTCGTTGGAAATTACTGGAGCCACATTGGAAGCACCTTATAGATGAGCCATACATCAAAGAAACAGACAATGAGTGTTATTTGGTAGTGAAACGACGATACAAGTTACTGCCCGAACAAGTTTGGTCATTGTGTAATGTACAATAGCAGTCGAATCTGGCCGACACTTGTATTTGCTGCGAAGAATGAATGAATGAACCGGTTCACTTCTTTGGAGTAGCACTAGGGAATTTGACACCTGAATTGTCGGTGGCAGTCCAGCCTCCATCGGCGCGTCTCTCGTAGGTTTGTACGTTGGAAGGATCGAGTTTGTGACCCTATGGGACTCTTTGTGCTTCTTCGACACCAGATGACCACGGCTACTGAGGATATGATGGATACATGGGTTGTTTGATTTGGAAGGGTCGGATGGTTTGTTTGTTTGTAATAGATAACCCTCACAAAAGCGAGCATAGAAAGATCACTCGATCGCTCACCAAAACTGTAAATCGAGCAGCCACTAAAAAATAGTTACATGTATAAAAACTAGTCATATTTATTTACTTTTTATTTCTTACTTTCTCTAAAAAACCCAACACAATGCTCTACGGCAATAATCTCATTGTTACTCACATTGATGGTGTCAGCTGCGAACACGATGCTCGTCATCAAGTTAATACGGGACTCTTTGGCTCGGCTGTAACTTTTTAGGAGCAACATTGTGCACGCAAAATATTTGATCATGTTTACATGTATACCAAAGAGCATGACAAATCGTATTATGTGCAGCCTAGTAAACCTCATGATCATGTAAACCTTTGGTGTGGCGTTCGTATCGTTGACCAATAGGGCATTACCAACGTTGAAGTCAATGATGAACATGGCAGCGAGTGTCTGACTCTCGAAACAACTTCTGACAACAATGATGTTATTGCATGGTCAAGAAAACCTCGTCTCTTGTTCCAATAGCGCTTCAACAACTTTAGCATCAAGGTAACATTGGATTCTTCTGTGACTGTGCTGCCAGAAAAGTTGAATCTTGTTTTGACTTTTGCTGCCCTGAACCAAGAATGGAGAGACAAGTTGTCAGATGACTGTTGCCTGTGGCGTTATGTTGAGGTGCAGTATGTTCAAGCACCCGTCATCAGTGTCAAATCAATCCTGTAATAAACTTTTTTTTGAAGTGGTTGCTCCAAAAATTTTTGTTGTCCAGATTTTTTGTTTGGGTCAAAGGTTCTAAAATTTTTTTGGACCAGACCAGATTTGCAACTTCGAAAAAATTTTTGGAGGTCCAAAGTTTTGCGACAGAGTAAAGTTTTGAAATTGGTCCAAAAAATTTTGGTGGTCAAAATTCAAAACTCTGACCTGGTTCAAAAAAATTTCTAAGCACTTTACCTTCAAACTTACCATCTTACAACATGCCCCATAACACAACACATGAACAAGAATTTGCTTCTTTGCAACAACAAATTGCACTTTTAAGTCGAGAACTCAAAGAATGTGTTGGTAAACCTGAATTAAAGGAGGTCATAAGTATGTAAAGTTTCTCTTCAATGTTGACATGCTGCTAACATGCTCTTCTCACGTCAAACAGAACAGAAACTAAAATTTCGTTCAGAATTAGTAGTAAAAATGGAGACCGATCCTGTTTTCAAGCAACTTCTTCAGAGGCAAAGATGGCAAAAACATGAGGAAACAATTTTGAAGCAACAACAACTTGGACATGCACCCGAATTTGGTGTAATTTCAGGTCACAATTGGTGTTGTGAAAGTTGTCAAGGTAACCATAAATGTTTTGAAGATGATGAATAAGCATATAAAGTTTTTGGGGACAGGTGGTCTGAAATTTATTTTTGAAGTGGCAGTGGTCCAAAAAAATTTGGAGGTTCAGCTTTTGCGACAAGGCAAGGTTCAAATTTTTTTTCGAGTTCTTGTTTGCTCAAAAATTTTTTGTGGTCCAACTTTTGCAACAGAGTCAAGTTTCAAAAAATTTTCTGTAACCACTTGACCCCAAAAAAATATTTCTAAACTTTTTTCGAACATGTCAACAACATTCGACTTTTTGGACCAACAAATCCAACAAGCCAAAAAAGCTGAACGCCAAGAAAAGGCTCGACTGCACAAACTCATCCAGTCCATCTGTACAGAATATACTCCCAAAGTTTTGACTCAACAGTTTTCTCATGTTGTTACTATTCCAAAGGGAACACCTGTGTATTCGAGTGCCGATTTGGGCGACATTGCTCCGTTAAAAGAAGATACTGTTGTTGCTTTCAATCCCAACGTGCTCCATTATGGAGACCCCAGACGAGATGGCATGGGAGAATTGCTGGAAGGATCGGCCAAAGAATGCTTGAAACTTGCGTATAATGATAACAAGATTAGCAAAGAAGACTTTGTTGCATTGAGTCGTTACACAGGTTTTGATGAGACCGAACAAGATGAGAAACCTTTTGAAGAAATGCTTGAACAGAATAGTGACAAGTTTTCTGCCATTGCATGGATTTATTGTAATGACCATCTGTACTTATATGGAGATTATGAACTGGTTCACTTGTATGATGTGTTTGAATAGGGCAAAAAGTTTATCAAAGGCATCAAAACACAGGTCAAAAACATGTAGCAAAAACGTATCCACAGCCAAACTTTGTCCGAACAAGAACAAAAGATACAAGACCAACAAACTATAAAGAAACCAAAATCATGATTGTTTTATTACAATTGTTTTCTCTTTGGAGTTGGGCAATAGTTGAGTGTAGTTGTACTTTTCAAACTGCTCCAACACTTTTCTGAATCCAGCATTGGGATTGATGTAGCATCGTTTCTGCTTCACAAAGCCTAATGCCTTTTGAGTAGACCACTTATACTTGCGCATCAAATAGGCAATGACAATTGTAGCCGATCTCGATGCACCCCAATAACAGTGAACCAAAACGGGCTACTTTGCTTTGATGCACTTTTCAATATAGTTGAAGGTAACATCCAACAACTGTCCAATGGGTTCGTCTGGTTTATCATCTAATAAACACTACAAATAGCTATAACCGACAACATTGTTGTAAAAGCACTCGATTTCGCCCGCCATGTTGACGACATGTCTAATATTTGGAGTGTTGGCAATAGCAAGTGCATCGTTAGCATTGCCCAAATACAATAAACCATTGCCCAAAATATCTGTTGCATCAAACTTGACATCTTCTTTGGAAACTTTGGGCAACGAAATCCAGTCAGGAATATATTTGCTCATGAAATTTGTGTGTTATAAAGTAGTATTTACCTTGTTCAAAATATATTTGCTGATGCTCTGATACGAACAAACGGGCCCTCAATCTGCAAATTATTGACTGCAACCATTTTCAGGTTATCCATGACCGAGTCCAGATAAATGACAGACAATGAGGGAAATTCTTTGATGCAACGGTTGATTATCTATGCCGTAGATACAATCTAACCTTCACGTGTAACAATATGAGTAATATCATCCGTACAGAATCCAACGCTACGCAAACGATTCCATCCAGCTAACAACGCATCGTCCCAATAAGTATGGTTTGCAAAGTTGACTTCTTTGATGTTGGTCAGAGTAGAAGCTATGCAACTGCAAAAGTCGATGGGGTTACGAATGTTGACTACATCGAGACGAACAACACTTGGACCGACACGCTGCCAGAAATCCAGACTTTTCGCAGTCGAACCCGTACCAATGGACTTTTCGATAAGAGCAACCTAAAAAGCTATAACATTGGGATACAACGTTGCCAATTCGTAGATGCAACTGTCCGTTGGCATTTTGTCGGCATCAACATCCACAGCAGTACGAATTCGCATGCTACCAAAACATTTGTGGCCAATTACTTGCTCGAACCATTGACGATCCGTATGTTCAAGCTGCAAACTGCTGCTATCAATATCCATTTCAAAATTCCATACACTGCCTATGGTGTCCATCAACCGTACAAGTTTGTCAATATTGGGTAATCCATTTTTGGTCGAAATATTTACGTCAACTATGGGCAACTAAAACGAAGCGGCAATCTTCTAGTCCATATCTGCCAACTCAACGAAAAAATCGCTAACGTAAGCCGATTTGTAGTCAATGGCCAAAATGGTATCCTTTCCAATCTTGCTGACAGTGCCGAAATGTAGTGCTACGACGAAGCCACTCATGCGAGATAAACTATCAAGTATGAATTCAGCATCAAACTGCTCCAAAAATTCCATTCGATAAATATGTGCAGTGGTATCATGTGTTCGTGCAGTGAGGTATTCCTGATGAACACCAACAACACAACGAAATCCAAAACAGTTTGCTAGCTGGTCCATGTAAAGCATATCGAGACCAAGATTGGCCAATGAGCGTTTGCAAAATGATTCCGAGTAACCTACGATGCGCAAAGTACATCCCGGTGCGCGAATTTTGTCGACATGTTGCGCATTGATCGTCGAACCCGTGAGCATGCCCTTGTAGTTTGCGCCAACATGAGCCAGCGTGTATTCGCGTAAAAAGATGCGTGTTGGTTTTTCGACTAGGCCATTTTGACGCAATTTCAATTTGCCATAAAGTTGACGAACGCGGTTGTGCATGTGACATGGCTAAACAGAGCAGCCGCAATGTTTCATGGCGCAGCGCTCCAAAAAGCGAGACTCGATATCGGTGCCGACATAGTCCATGATTTTCAGGAAACTATCATGATCAATGGCACTGAAACAACCTTTGACAAATTCAACGGTGTTGATGTAGGTGTTGTAGAGAAGAGACATGTTGGCGTTGATGTGTGTTGCTGCAAATGAAGGGGGGTGACAAAACGGTGAAGAGAATGTTTGCTTTGCTGGACCTTGTAGTTTTGGAACTCGACAAGGTGTTGACAAATTTGACTGTCAAGTTCCAACTGTACAACATAAATACAAGCAATTGTTATTTAGTTTCCTGCTGGCCTTCAGTTTCTGTTTCTGCTTCAATGCGCCTAAGGACCTTGTCGACCTGATACATCATGGCCACACCTTCTCGAAGCACAAAGTCTAATCCCTTGCAGTCCCAAAATGCACTCTCTTTTTCATTGAAAACTTCTGGATCGGTAGTCGGAACCATGGAGCATCCACGCATGCAATTGTCAATGGCGATAATGCCTGATTCTTCCAAGGCAAGTGTTATGCCACCAGCGACGGTAATCTCTCGATCGACTGCGCCGTGGAAATAGAATTCCTCATCTTCGCCATCTTCTCCGCAATCGCTAACATGCTTCTTTTTGAGGTATTCGACAAATTTGGCCAACTTGTTTTCATCCTTGATGTGTAAATAGACGCCGCGACCAAACATGAGAGGCCTCCATGCTACGCACAAGTTTTCATTTTCTTTGACGATCCTGTTTTCGTAGCCTGTTCTTGACCAATCTTTGAAGAATTGGATCATTTCTTGGTGATAGGTGTCCATGGTTGGTAAGTAAAGGGGCGGTGAATGGGTGTTGATTGCACAGTGAAGGGGGACGAGCGGCGAAGAAATGTTTGTTGGGCCTCGAAATATTTTTTTCAGCAACAAGTCAAAACTTTTTTCATATCCTTTCATTCCCTACCTGAACCATGCCCATTACATCCAAGTCCAAACTTGCCGAATTCAACGAAGCACAAAAAGAGGTGCTAGCTTCTTTTCTGAGAATGCAAATTGGAATCCGGTAGCATCAATATTGGATTGAAAATTTGCCAGAAAATAGTTTGCAGCGGATAGGTAGGTAACTTTACATTTCTTTGTTTGTACAACTTATTCGACTAACTCAACCGAGTAGGTCATATTCAAGCGAGAGATACATTCATTAAACAAAGGGACTATAACCCTTATTGGATTTTGGCTCGCAATTTGTGGTCAGACAAGAACATGGATTTGTTTTAGGAAGTTTACACGCAAATTATACTTCCAGAAGACGAACAACAATAATGATATTGATACTTTGAATAAACGGCAACATGTACAAAGCTGAGTTGAGGTAATATGTTTTATGAGTGTGAGTGAGCAAGTGAGTAACAAAAAAAATATTTTCGAAGCGAGTCCAAAAAAAATTCTGAGTTGGTCCAAAAATATTTTGTCGAGTTTGTATTTGGTCCTACGCCAAAAAATTTTGCAACTTGCCAACTTTCAAAAAAAATATTTTGTCGACCTATCCTTCCAAAAAAATGGGCCAGCAACAGAGCAACTCTTCAAACACTGATGCTACTACTCCTACAACAACGGACCAAGAACCAACCACCAACCAAAACTTTATTCAACAATATGCTCAAAAGCAACGCGAAACAATAAACAAACAAGATCAGGAACTGGACCAAATCAATGCATCATTGGACCGCATTCGAAACATGGCTCTCGGTATCAACGATGAACTATCCAACCAAAAGTCTGACATTGAAAAGTTGGACCAGCTGGTTGTCAAAAACCAGAAGCTGCTCGACAGAAACAACAAAAAACTCAAAAAGGATTTCAACATCAACTAAACAAATACATTACTCCATATCGTTGCACGCGTTCATTGTTCTTTGGACAAAAAAAGTGTCCTTACTGGGAACACACTCGGCACCGTCGGGAATCGAACCCGAATCTGTTGACCGACAATCAACGGTTCTACCATTATACCACAGCACCAGTTGTGAGGTAATAGTGGAGATATAAATGAGCAGATTCCAAGAAGTTGGTGGCAAGAAAAACAAAAAAATTTGCATCAACGCACATCACCCCCTTCTGCTCTCAGCCGCCAAACCACACATGCAACATCAAACACCCCTCATCGTTCAGCACACACAGTAGCAATTTGACCTTACCAAACCACGCTCATGCGATTATTATCAGAATATTAGTAATGCAGCAATTTGTCTTCAACTTGACCGACGGTACGAAGCCAAAAAACTGCTTACTACCGATCTTGAGCGATAGCTAGCCAGTTTTTGCGCCAGATATACTTCATCGGATTTGGATTTTATTCGCGAGTTGTCCAAAATATTAAATGAGCAGCAGAAGCAAGAACAAGATGTCAAAAGTGTTGTTCGGGTTGTCACACAATAGCTTCTTCGATGCTTTTGGTATTGTCATCCTTATGACATCGTGCAGTGTATTACACCGTTGATGTACAATGGTAGAATATATCAACATCCGGAATCATGCATAGATATTATTCTCATGCTTCGTAGAGCCGATGAGGGAAATATCAAGGCAGAAAGACTTGCAGAATTCAAGAAACTGTTTGCTTACTTTGCAGACAACTTGGAATTTATCAAAAGTGTTGACATACTCTCTGCTGTCACACAAATATGTGCAGAAACTCCGTGTTACGACGAATCGAATAGAAAAACCTTCTTGAGATGTGTGTTGGAATTGTACAAAAAGTACAACATTGTCCCATCATGTTAGGGTCTAATTCACACAGTTAGACTATTCCGCGACGACAAAACACCCGAAGCCGACGAATTGCTTAATGCAGCGACAAGTCTCAACTGGCCGCTGGTCGAAATGGGCATTGAGCAGGGTCACGATTTGCTAGAAGAAGCATGTCGTAGGTGCGAAAGATATAGTTCCCACGAACCATCAGCCGAATTGGTCAGAAAGATTATGTCGCATCCGAATTTTTCTAGACATGCATGTTAGACGCTGTTTGTGAGCGTAGATGTGCTGTGTGAAAATCAAAAGTGGAATCTTGCTGCCGAATTGATTTCGACCATAGTTTTCGATCAATATCAATGGAAAAGCAAAGATTGGGAATTCTATGAAAACAAACTTTTTTATGGAGTCTCTTTTGCTTCAGAATTCAACAAGGGCGTTCCCGTTGTGATGGCTGCACTGAAGCATGCTGGCATTCCTTGGACCGAAACGGAAAAGTCGCGCAAATGTCTTGTGCACATGTTTCGCAGGGCCATAGAAGTTTACTGTCTTGATGATGCAATTCCAAAAGCCATTGAGCAGTCTGACCTTGAGCATAAGCAAGTGTTTTTGCAACTTATAAAGGAAGCAGAGGATACAGCAGAATACTGACACACAAGTAAAACTTTTTGGCGTGTACAAAACTGATTTTCCTATTTATTGGTCGTCATCTTCATCCATGCAGTCTTCGTCTTTGTCCGAATCGTCGTCACCATATTCCAATGCAAAGTAGTCCGATTCCAATTCGAGCAAAATATCCTTGACAGTTTGGGGATCGAATGATTTGGGTGGCACCAAAACTGAACCTAGGTGAGCAAACAACAGATTGATGAGTGCAGCATCCGTGCCAACTGTATCGCCAAGTTCGACCATTGACTACAATATGCGAGCAAGTTTGGCAGGACCATCATTGTCCGTGTCATTTTCCATGTTTTCTATGTAGTTGCTCATGAAGTCGTGGATATTGGTGGCCTGCCAAAACTTTTCGGTCAACAAATAGTGAATCCACTCCTGGGGCTGCAAAAATTTGCCATCAACGGACAAAGTCATCGCAGCAAATGCTTTTCCAACATCGTAGGCAGGATGATCAACGGGTCTGACTTTCCACTTCTATGTCCATTGTCTGCCAAACTTTTCCTGCAATCTTTGAGGCACATCGATGAGACCATTGTCGTCTACTAGTTTGCGCAAAGTATCATCGCCAAGCAGATCCAAAAATTCTTTGCATGATTCCATTGAGACACCAAGAATCGGACCGTAACAGTTGATGATGTCGCGAATATATTCAATAACTGTCACGTCCTTTGGCAGAGATTGGTAGCAAATGGTTGTGCAGTATGTAGCGACAAAAAGCAGACGACTGACATTGTCCTGAGTGAGAATGGTTTGCTAGTGTTGCTGTTGCATGAGAGTGTTTTGGTGTGCGCAAAGATGAGAAGGGGCAAGGAGGCTGAAGAGAAATGAATGTCAAAAAAATATTTCGATAGCTGACATGTCAAGTTTTTGTTTTTTGACAGTCAAGTTCGCAGCGATCAAGAACACAGGTAACCCCCCTTACCTCCAAAACATTTCTCTCTCACAGCACCCCTTGCCCCTTCGCACACCAACACAACACAACCAACGCACCATGAAAACCACACTCTCTGTAGTTCCCTCTACCGCAGGATCTTTAGATCCAAATCGTTGGCCACGTCCAACTGCAACCTACCAACCTTACCCATAGCAGCGTCCAGCAAACACTGTCAGTAATGCTGGTCATCCGCTGATCTTGATTCCCTCCGACGTTTACATCGATCATATCGTAGTATTTCTTAGCGCCATCGACATCTAGCCACTCATGAATACTTGCAAAGACATGCGCCAAAAGCTTATTAACCTCGGTGTAGAAAATGGCTACGAGCATTGGGTGCAAAAAGTCAGCAAGTAGCTTGAGGCCATCAAAAGTGTCAAGGCAGCCGGTGTTATGATCAGCGCCGAATATACCAAGCAGGTAGAAGATTACGAGTAGTCCCTTTACAGAGCACTTAGATAGCCTACGCAAGTCTTGAAAAAGGCCAAAATGTTGTGGAATGGCGTTAAACTGGACTCCGTAGAAGCTGTCATGCGATTTGTCGAGTCGAACAGCGTCATTTAGCCAGACTCGAAGGGTAGAAAACATAGCACTGTTGCCGATAATGTAACCAATGCTTTTAGTGCACTTGTTTAGCAGAGTTACAGTAAGCATTAGCGCGCATACATGGCCTGTATTTATTTGGAAAAACATGTCTGTTTGCAGTGCAAAGTCATTGTAGACAAATTTGTGACTTGTTGCGGATGTGAGTTGCGTAAATGTGCTGCATGTTCGTTGACTCACATGTTTGCGGACGACACTCCAGTAACTCGCACCAACAAAGACGCAGAATGTACGCACTGTGGTCGTATCGTATGCTCCGAGTGTGTCGAATTTTTTGCCGTAAACGAATACAAGTATCCTTTTTACAAGAGGGACGTTGATGATATATTCATTCATGGTGGAGTCCATGTTCGTTGTAAATAGTGTCGCGACACAATGGCCAATTTAAAAACCGCATTAGCCGAGTAAGAAGAAAAGCAGTGACCAAATTGTCATGCATGCCATGTAAATTATTAGTATTTATTTTGTAATAACACATTACTCAATATGTAAACATTACATCACAAATCCACCCGGATAGCGCATCAGGTTCCAATTCCTTGCATAGATGATTATTCGGGGTAATTCATGTTCTTCTACGATTTCGAACTACCGTTTGTTGGGTTGCTTTCGCACGAGAACATTAGTGTATTCGTTTGAATTCTTTCGTGATATGTTGCCAATGATCAGAAGAGTGAAATTTGGCTTCAGGGAACGTACTTTTCTGAAATATTCAATGTTCACGTTCTACTGATAATTGGAGTCGACTTTGACAATACATGGTCTTTCATGAGCAAACAGTCGCACTTGTTGCTCTATTGAACAAGACTTGGATTTTAGTTGTATGTGCCTGCGAAAGAATACCGATTCTTCGCGTCGTTTGCCAAACCGGTCCTTTACTTTGTTGGGCAACTCGAAAGAATCGACAAAATCCAATATTTCGACAATCAACTCATTTGGTAAACACATATATGGTGGATATTCTTTGTTGGCTTTGTATAGCAGTCCGAATTTTTGGACATTGGTGCAGTCGATAAAGATTTCGTCAAAGCTTCTAGGTGGCATAGTTACGATGATGAAGATACGAATACTATGTGTAGTAAACAAATTCAATATAACAATGTTTAGAATTACATGTGTTTATGGACATTTCATCTTGACAGTGGGATTCACCTTTCATTGACAAGTTCCAATTTATTGAGAACTCGTAGGCCTCCAAAACACCCCCCCCTTCCAAAACAGCATTCGCAAGCATAGCCAACATTTTTTCTCTTCACCCCTTATTTTTCGGCCAGCCAACCGCACTCTTTTGCTCATGAAAACCAAGATTCAAGTGTCGCTGCCCGTCAGATATCGTCCTTTTCCTATCAGACCACCGACCACAACCGTTGCCAACACGGACCATCAGTTGCTCAGCATTCCGTCAATGTTGTGGGCATTGGTCGTCGAATTTACTGGTGCTCGTGGTATCCGTCCGCTCATGAATTCATCCAAGGCTTTTCGTCAATATTTTCTTTGGTTGGGCATGGACAACGGCGGCTATAGATTCTGGGCTGACCAAGTTACAAAGTGGCTGGGCAAGGTTCTGAAGAGTCAAGTCGAATACGTCACCTTGTCCCATTCTTACTTTGACAGAGCAATGGAGGATTTGTATTCCATGGGCATCTTCGACAACGGCTACAAGTTTACCATGGAACATGCTCGCAAAATGTGGAGGCAAGAGCAGGACGATGCCGTTAAATTGGTCAATTTTTTTGTGGACCGCAATCAGAATATCGTTGCAGACTCCTTTGTGTCTCGTGCCTTTGGCAAACTCATGCGCAAGAACTGTGGTCCCAATCGTCGTGCCTTTATGACCTGCTGCTATTTGGAAAAGCATGTATGTGGCAAGTGCAGCGCAATCAGCATCTTTCTGAAAACCTGCGAAGAATGTGGCATACATGGTTGCGAAGGATGTATGTGCACTCACATGACTAATGATGGCTATCCCGAAACACGCTACGAAGATGCCAGCAAATGCAGCTATTGCAAGCGCGTTGTTTGCAACTCATGTGTGTAGTTTTTCGACATGGAAGGACGTCCATATGCAAAAGGAGAAGTATGCGATGGCGATGCAGTTATGATTTAGTGTAACAGATGCACCAAGGCTATGGAAAGTGGTCACTGGAGTTTGAGACACACAAGTCAAAGCAATGAGTCTTGTAGTATTTTGTAACTATCATAAAAGTTGTATGGTTGTCAAAAGTATTTCATAGAACAAAGCAGACTAGTCAAACAAAAAACAACAACACACCGAATCATATCACACAAGACCCTACTTCCATGTTCTCATCGTTTTTCCAGAAAAACACAAACTTTGACCCCAAATCTTTTGGAAAACAACTGTACAAAGAAGCAGATGCAAAAATAGAATTTGAGAAGCAAAAAGATTTGAAAGAGGTCAAGTCCATCCTGGATGCCAAATTGGAACAAAACAAGAACGTATTATTACAACTTGCTAAAACAGGAGAAACATAGTTCATTTTGGTCAATGAAGAAAAACATACCGATATGTGCCTCAAATATAAGCAAGAAATGAGCAAACTAGGGAAAGACAACATGCATTACGATTTTCCAATGAGGTTCCAGTACGATGATCCATGCAAAGTAACTGTTATGTGGAGTTATTACAACAGTGATGTGTATCGTTATTGAAACAAATATAATGATTTTTTTATTCTGTAGCAACAAATATGCTCGCGTTTTCCAAAGATGTTACATGCTAACTCAAAAACTCTGGACCAAATACAAATGCCACAAAGTCGCAAATAGCACTAGGATGATTGAATCTTTCAAAACCTGCTTCAGATTCCAAAGTTTGGCGCATGTGGTCCCAAACTGCATCGAGCCATTGTTGAATGTCAGATTCTTCTACATATTGATATCTGTAACAGTCGGTCAAGATGGAGAGAATGTCAATGGCAAACGGTGGCAGATTGTAGTCTGTAAGGTGTACGATTCTGCTAGGATCTTTGGCAAAAATGTTGTGCACGTAGTTGCGTTTCTGTTGTTGCTTGTATTGGTAGTATTCTTCTATGCCGTGAAGTGCGCGACCAAAGTCAATGATTTTGAACATGAAGTTGTTGACATTCACCTAAAACCTGTGACCACAGATATCAAAAATAAACGGGCCATCCGAATTGTCTCTGTTTTGGTAAATGTAAACAACATTACGAAGATACAAATCGTTATGTATAACACCAAATTCTGTAGCATACCACGCGGCTGTTACGAATATTTGGAGCATCATGTTCAAAAATGTATAAGCGTCCAAGTTTTCGCTGTTGTGATGCATCCATTCTTTGGCTGTTCCGTTGGCTCTTTCAGTAAACAGGTATAGACTTTGTTCTTCCATCAAATCATTACCTGTTTCTGTTTCATCGTCATCATCGTAATGTTTTTGCTACTAAGGAACGTCGTCACATGCTCCAAAATAAAGAGCAACAAATGGATTCCTCTTGGAAGTAAAAAGTTTCAGAATATCTTGTTCATGTTTCAATCTTTGGACATGCTACTGTGTTCTATACTTTTCAACCTTGACAGCCAAAGGATATTGTTTTTGTTTGTCAACGTATTGCTTGTGCAGATAGGCTTCATAAACAGTGCCAACATTACCTGTCCCTATAATGTCATCAAATTCAACAGTCTTTTCCAATGATTTTCTGTCGCAACGATATTGAGTTACACTATTATTGTTATCGTGGGCAGTATCGACGGAAACACTTCGACGACTATTGATAAAATCTGCCAAAGATAAAATACGACCTTCTTGTTCGGTAACAAATTGTGGCTGTTGCAATATGGATACTTGTTGTTGTTCCAGGTTTTGGTCGTTGTTTTCAATGGGCATTGCTTCTCCCCATGTTGCCAACAGAGAAGCAAGATCTGATTCGTCATCACTTTGACGGACTCGTTTTGGGGCAGGCTACTCCTATATTGGTAAACCAGAAGCAGCAGTCACGAGTGCATCGTTTAGCACTTCAAAGAGTGAACGCTTTTTTGTGCTATTCATTTTTTCCGTTTGTTTGTTGTCCATAAAATATTTTGAACGACACACAACTCCAAATAAAAATCTAAACAAAACAACATTTACATGTCACCTATGATAAACAAAGTACCAAAACTTGTACAATGGCCATCAACTAGCAACTTCCCGCCGACATCATTGGCTACATCATCACATTTACAGATGGCGACTCATTTGTCAAACTTGTAGATGCAGTGCCACAAATCAATGACATTCTCGAAAAGATGACAAACAAAAGATGTATTCTTAATCACACAGCCAATGAATGCATTAGTGTTGCGGACAAAAAGACAGCAATATATGTAACTAAAGAAATGTTGTGCGGTGGCAGATGGATACATGAAGACAATATTGAAGAAATCAGCTAGCAAAACTTTGATACCAACTTGTATGGAAATTACAATTACATAACCGAATTTTAAAAACGTTGTTGTTGTGGCGTCAGAGCAGCTTTCAGATAAAAACTTTTTTCACCACTTTTGCCCCTTGCCTCACACATCTCACCAAAAAACGCCCATGGACTTCGAAACTTCAGAATACCTCACATATATTGCACGTCTACAGGTTTTAGAAGAACTAAAATCACTAAATTCACGTGGCAAGCGTAAATATTCGCAAATTTCAGTGGCAGAAGATGAATCCGATGCCTTGTCATTGCGAGACAATAGCTATTTATTTTACGAACCCCACGTCCTAAACGCTATTGCACACATTGACGAAATATTGGACTGTATTTTTGGGTTTTTAGATGATGTGACCATTTTTGTCAATATCATGCAAGTGTGTCGACGCTGGGACAGAATCGGATGGGATCGCGCTGACAAATATGCAATTACGGATTACTCCTTTCAAAATGCCTGCAAGCTGGGTTACACTGGTTGTGTTCGCCGAATGCTTTGCAATCCTGCCATAAACCCAGCATCGGGTGGAAACTTGCCCATTCAAATTGCGGCAGAAAACAATCGCGTCGACGTCGTACGCCTGATGCTCAATGATAATCGCGTCGACCCTACGGCCGATGGTTGCCTCACATTGACTTGGGCCTGTAAATACAAATGTCACGAAACTATCAGGCTACTTTTACAGGACAATAGGATAGTTGATGCCATTAGCAATATGGAAACATTTGTTGGACTTTGCAAGTTTGCCACACCCGAACTGCTAGCATTTTATTTTGAAAAGCTGAATGGTCGCATTACTGCCAGTGATATCAAAAAAGCCATTTTAACTGCGCTTATTAGCGATAATGTCAATGCTGCTAGTAGATTGTACAAGTTTTCGCTGAGCCAACCTGACGAATGCAGAATTGACCCTAGCGCGGACAAAAATGCTTTGATTGCGACTGCAGCAGTGCATCATGCAAATGATTTGGTGCGATTGTTGCTGCAAGACCCAAGAGTCGACCCGAGTGTCAAAGATAACGTGGTACTAATTTTCATTTGCAAAAAGGGAGATGATGCAGAACTAGTCGACATGCTGCTCAGAAAATATCCCAACGTGAATCCGGCTGCACAAGATAATTCCGCTTTGATATATGCTGCCAAGAATGGATGTGTCAATGTAGTAGATCGCTTACTACAAGATCCTAGAGTCGATGCAACCATGGCTGACAATAAGTCACTAGTGTTGGTGTAGGCATGTAGGAATGGATATCATCTTGTTGTCCAAAGATTATTACGGGACCCGAAAACCGATCCCAATAATTGCAAAGTATCATGTCTCAGTAGTTTTCATTATAATAGTTATACTTCGACAAGAGCACTTGATTATGCTGTCCGTAATGGCAAAGTATCGGTAGTCAGGGTGCTGTTGCAGGACAAGAGAGTGGACCCGAGTAGGGATGAGTGTGGCATCGTTTTTGAGGCGAAAAGACTGGCACGTGATGCTGGTTGGAACACTGTCAAAAAGGCAAATTATATGGAAATTTATTACATGTTGCTCAGGCATCCCAAAGTATAGGCTTCGGGTGTCGAGATAAAGTAAATCACAAATTATATTTACGCAGACTACAACAAGTTCCATTTTCTTGTTACAAAGTCCACAACTTCGATATTATCATTACGCATCAACATGCAATAGCCCTCTTCTCTGATAACAACAGCGCCTGCCTGTTCCAACTTTTTGGCAACCAAAAAAATGTGACGCTCAAATATTTTGCCTAGTTCCGGAAACTTTTCATAATAATTTGCGAGTCCACAATACGTGAGCGTTATCGTACGACCTGTAAGATCAGGTAACGGCTCTTGTTGGTCATCATTGGTCAACACATACAACTGATTGGGTACTAATATTACTGCTGTGGAAATGTCCTTGTTGCGCGCTATAAAATCAACGATACAAGCAACGGGTAGTGCACCCATATTCCAAGAAAAACTTCTAAGATTGCTATTATCGAATATGCTCGTCCTCATCAGTTGGATGTAGCCATCTAGTTCATTTCTATGGAAACTAATAACGGAAATACCTTTTGTTTTTAAAACCAGCAGCTTTGTAAATTCCAAGAGTAAAGGACATGCATATTCAATACGATGTATGTAGTCAATGGGATTATTATGAATATGCATGGAAGTGCTGGCCAAATATATATTGAGACTGCCTCCCAGTGACTGAGCAAGATTTATCCATGACTATCGCAATGATGTTGGTGTAGTATTACCGCTACTATATGGACTAAAATCAAGTATAACACTATCAATATTCAATCTATTGGATACAAAAGAGCCTGCTTCCTAGTTCTACAGCCACTCTTCTTTGAAGATGAAATTGTTGGGATAAACTCTGTCAAAGTATGGTGCCAGCTTGTGGTGTTCTTCACCGCTTTCCATGTCTGTGCGCAAGTATTTTCGGATGGACCATTTGACTTTGTGTGGTTTGGGTGGAAATTGTTGGCTCAGGACTGACTTACCACCAACACCTGAAGAATGAAAATTCATATTGTCATTATACTAAATGTGAACCCAGTCGTATCCAGAACGATGTAAAGCAAAGTCGCAACGATAAAAGAAATCGAATATTTGGTCCCAGTTATCGAAATTGTTTTGGCGAAATGCGTAGACGAATGCTTTGCGCTCTGGGTCGTCTTTGAAGTAGCCAAATTCGAGACTGTTTTTTGATTCGGGTGTAATGAAGGTCAATGCTTTTTTGCGTAGAGAATATGGTAGTTGTGAGATTATGGATTTTGGATTCATTGGTGTTTATAAGTTGGGGTGAAAAGCGAAGAGGTTGGAGTCGCAAAAAATAATTGTTTGTTTGCAGCAGCTGAAGAAAACAAAACACCAAATAATTTTTTTGAACAACAACTTTTTTCGAACCCTTTAAACTTTCAAAACATGTCCAAATCGTACAAGGTAACCCTTGAAGGCAACAGTAGCAAATATGTTTTGCATGTCACACCATTGGAGAATCACAAGTATAGTATAAATTCAACCTCGCAAATGGATTTTGGTGGCATGACAATGTCACAAAGTACGTCATATGTTCAAGGTCCCGATATTTACATGTCCTTGGGCGGTGGAGGTTATTTGACAATGTCTGGTATGGCGAATACTGCTTTTGTGTTTGGTGGCCATTCGTACACTGCAACAAGTGAAGGTGTTTTCAAGGATGGACAATTGGTAGCAGCTTGTACAGAAGATCTGTATTATGCCCATAATGGCAAGATTTATGCCGTCCGTACGCAGCAAATGGTTCATGATTGCAATTAAATAAGTAGCAAATTGGGAATGTTTGTCAAAACAAAATATTACACCTTCCTTTGCACCCCATCCCCAAAAAACATGTCATCACCAGCCACCCTGAACGATATTGCACATGTCAACGAAATATTACACTGCATGTTCACCTTTTTGGATGATTTTACCATCTTGAAACAATTATCGTTGGTCTGCAAACAATGGAACCATGTAGTATGGAACATGATCGACTTTGGCTTCTAGGATCAGTGGCCCTTGAGACGAGCAGTCATGTATGGTCAAGTTAATTTTGTATAGCGTCTTTTGGAACACCCCAAAGTTGATGCAACAATCCACAATGGTTGGATAGTTCGAATAGCTGCCGAGAATAATTAGCTGGATATTTTGAAGTTGATGGTAGCAAAAAATAGTAACATCAACCTTTCTGCACAAAACAGCAGCCCATTATTGTTGGCAGCAATGTATGGTTACAAGGATATTGTAGAATATTTGCTGTAGTTTGAGCAAGTTGTTTTGAAACTTGTGCGCAAAGATGGTTTCATGCCGAAAAGTATAGCCGACCAACTATGGCAAATGAACATCATAGAAAAGATTACCAATGGCACCTTTGCATTATTTGGCACAGTAAAACCAATTTCATATTCTCGTCGCAGAGATTAGCGTGACATTATTCGCAGTTGCGAGTGTTGTTGTCTCATACTGGACAAGATATTTGAAAACCCAAACTTTGATCCTTCGGCGAACGACAATTGGGGAATCAAGGTTGCATGCAGATATGGACATGTAGAATTAGTTGACAAACTGCTTGCCGATCCACGTGTTAATCCAACTGTCAATTAGAATGAAGCAGTCAAAGAAGCTGCACAGATGAAACATCGAAATGTTGTTAGCAGAATGCTTCAAGATCTGAGAGTGAATCCACCTGTTACTAAGAAAGAAGTGTTTCAGGGTTTTGACAATTTCAAGAACAGCAGCGGTCGCATAAGCAAAAGTGTAACAGAATTTTTCGAGAACATCAAAAAAATATTTGGTGGATTCCAAAGTTGCTAAAGTTCAAAAGACGAGACATTTTTTTTACTTTTGTCAAATCCATTCCTTGTCCTTGTCTAGCAAAGCCATTCCGAGGCAAAATCCGTGTCCGAAAGCGTATTTGGTGTCATTGAGCATAATCTAAATGTTGTCTTTGGTCACGAGCATTGTGCCGTTTTCAATAAAGTTATCAGATACACCATACTTGTCCTTGTAATACTGCAAATCTTCTTGATGTGGACCATCTACTTCTATGATCAACAGGTTTTCGCCTTGCATGAGTCTTTGTTTCAGCTTCTTGAACAGTGGCTACTCCTTGACGAGTTCACAATACACGGGCAAGTAAATCTGCTTTCGCGACTCGACATAGTCCAAAAGTTTACCTTGGTAGTCGAAAGGTTCATCGTTTTGGTTCAACGAGTCGATACCTTCACCTGAATTCCATATACAGCCCAAACAACGCGCTCTCTATTTGGGGTCATAACCAACCGGATACCTCACATGAACAGGATTATCCATTCCCTTCTTGCGCCATGCCCAGTAAGCATCGTTGGCTTTGCCATTTTCGTCAACATGAACTTCGGCGGGGTGCTTCCAAATGGTTCTCTTGTCGTAGCGAGAATATAGTTCATTGGTTGCAGGAACAGATGGATAAATCTATAGAAATAAAAGAGGTTAGTTTACAGATTATGTGTTTACACATCAATCGCTTGTAACTTTCCTTCGAGAATTGGTAAATATCTTCCATGATCTGGCCCTTTTTGTTTTTCAGAACATAGGGACCCAATGCACCATAAGCCGAAGACTTGGTCAACACCAAAATAGGCGTAAACCCATCAAAAGACGGATCGGTTCGCTTGCCTGCTCTGTCATAAATACATCGACCCACTCTGATCTGCCCCATAGCAGGAACAGACAAATTACCAAAAAGTCTAAGCTGTTTGGGTGCAGGCTGAACGAGTTGCTGCTGGTTTTGATCGCGATCACGTTTTTGGAACATTTTTAGGGTGTTTGGTTTGCGTGTTTGGAACAAGGGCAGCAAAAAATAAATTTGCTTGACAAAAATATTTTATTCTTCTCTTCTGACCCCATGATCCTAGATGAACCCGTTTCCGAAAACCAACTGTCATCATCCCAGTAGTCACGCAAACGCGTTCTTTCATCGAAAGAGAGATGGTACACTCCAATGAGCAACTACTTTTATGTTCGACAACGATTTGGAATCAAGGAAGCCGATGAATACTTGGACAAGGAAGGCTATCAACTTTTGAAGAGACCTTTTCCTGGTTCTGTTACACCAACCAACCCTCAAACTGTTCGCATTCTCAAGAGCACCAAAGATGATTACATGGAAGAGTTTACATTGGATGACCTCGACACCATAGAAGAAGCAAACGAAAACACTGGTTCTCATGTCAAATCGTTACAAGAAGAAATTGACTCCATCACCGAGGAGCGTCAAAGAATCAAAAGAATGCGCACGGAGGAAACTGTGGACGAAAGGGTGAAGGACTTTTTGGATAGAGAAGACAGACGCAACTTGACCAAAGAGCGCACGCTAAAGAATCAAGTTTAGGCTTTGGCAGCAATCAAATCTTCTGCTGGCCTACATAACAAGGTCGAAAAGTTGGAAAAGGAAAACGAAACACTCAAGGAAGAATTGATTTTGCGTCAAATGGATGCTTTGGATACAGAAGACAATTAAAAAGTCATAGTTTACTAGTTTTGGGTCATGTACATTCTTACAAACGAATTCTAGATGCTTTCGTACACAAACAAGGAAGCCGTTCTTAAGCTAGGTACTACAACTATCCAAATGATGGCAACAATAACGACCAAACCGACCAAACCTTGTATGCTACCATGTATGATAAACAATAAACTTTCCCATAAAGTTATACACGAAGGACCAATGGGCTAAACAATTGTACAAAAAAGATACCACTGTATGCATCCAGCGAGTAGACAGAGCAACGAAGCCACAAAAGTCCATGCCAATAGATATTTTTCGGAACCATTGGGAGCACCATCCTATGTAACTATGTTTCTGGACTTGATTATACTTCGTATGGTAGCAACCCCAATGACGGCATGGCCAAACATGAGTACAAGATGAATGACGATGAGAATCATGTCTGACCAATAAACCAACGGACTCGAATTTATGGTACAAGATTCCAGTTTTAAATTACTTCTCTCGTATTGACCAATGCCTAAAAGTAACAATTCCACAAGAGTAATCAATACTGCTCCAACAGTTATGGTGCCAAGTTTGACGGATGATTCGAATGCCAATCTTAGAAAGTGTTCTTTGACTCGTGCATCGACTTCGACTTCTGGTTGCTACTAATGGTCATGTGGTTCATCACCAAACATGGATTCAAGTTCAATGTTTCTGGAATGGTGAAGATATGATGCCGATTCGGGTGGGTTCATGTTGCTAGTTTGTTGTTTGAGGGTGAGAGTGTGTGCAACAAAAAAAGAGAGAAGCAAATTTTTGAAAGTTGGTCGGTCAACAAAAAATTTTGGCAAGTCCAGATTTCGAAAAGTGTCGAGTCCAAAAAATATTTTTGAAACTTGTTTCGACTTTTGAACTCGCCAAAAAATTTTTGAACCTTTTGACTTCAACAACAACCCAACACAATAACATGACCACCAACACTCAACCCCAATCATTGTCCAAAACACTTGAAGAATACAAAACTCAACTTGGTGAAGACGAAATACTCGCAGTTGAATGCCGCACCTCTGCACAAAGAAGATGGCTTCACATTTGGGCAACCCGTAACGGATTAGACAGCAAAGCATGCCGCTATTATCGTTTCAAAGACAACACTATTCTGTAGTGCAACAAATGTTACTTTAGAACTTAGGAGGAAAACCTCAAATGGTTCCACGAACATTGGGATTGGCCAAACAAATTTGGTCGCTGTCCCCATTGTCGCAGAAACATTTATTACATTTATCGCAATCGACATACAATGGAACTTTGTACAAATGGTGTCAACTGTGTCGACTGGTCTACTACATATTGTACCTATAATGGAGTAGCCATTGGAACAAACTTGCCGACTGAACACCTAGACCTAGATTTTGGTCGCTTCACCAAGCGCAAGCTGTTTCCAGAAGACTCTAAGCTTTCGGACCAAGAGATTCACGATGCATTGGACCAACACATTGAAGAATGGAAAATAGAAAAATTGAATACATATCGTTTTTCATTTTGATGTTTATGAGTTTGTACATACTTAGAATATTGCTTCACAACATGTAAGTAAAACTATCAAAAGTGCAAGAACGACTGCAAAAGCAACAATGCTCCAATTGATAATGACCAATACCTGAGCAAATTGAAAGAAATCCATAGAACAAGACTTGACCGCAGGTGTCGACCACAATGATACTGACATGCCAATTAATGATGCAAAGTACAAAATTATCAACACAGATTGAATTACATAGTACAAACATTTGTAGCCGCTACTTTCAACGGAACAAACATCATTAACGAAATAATGTACGACACGAATAATCGAGTTTGCATAACTCATTGCAGTATGAACGACGGCAAAAGTCCAAAATGTATTGACAGTCGGATCGCATGCTGAGATTTGGTGTGCATACATTGCGACCATGACGGTGTATGCTATGGATATGCCGAATGATAGTATCGATGAAATGAGGAATGCGATGAATCCGAGCATTGATTTCGTGCACATGGTTTTTTGGGGGGCCAAGCACTCAGTTTTGTTTTATATATGTATCGAACAGTATTTTTTTAATATACAAGAAACACAAATACAACAAATTTATGTTATTGCAACAACACAACAACTGAAACAAGCACATTTCAGTGTCTTGGTCTCTTGGCCGATCCGCCGGGTGCAGCAGCGGTGGCAGCAGCAGGGCCAGCCTCGCCGTCTGCTTCTTCGAACTAATCTCTCGGGCGCTTCAAGGCCTTGGGCATAGTGTCGAAGCAATTTTCGAGATGATCGATTCTGTGGGGGTTGTCCAGGATGGTCCTCATGTAATTCTTGAACCTGTTCTTGAGTCTCTCGATACGCTCTTCATCGGTGGTTGGAGCGGCAGCAGGAGCAGGAGCGGGTTGTTGCTGCTGTGCGCGCGGGCGATCGGGTTGCCTTGGGGCCTACTTGTTGGTGAACACAGAGCACTGCTCGGCAATCGGACGCAGCATGGCAAGCAGATTTCCTTCCGTGTCCTTGAGATCGTACAGTGCCTTGAACTTGTCTTCCATCGCCTACTTGGGTCTGGCCTTTTTGCCTACAGGATGACCAGCCATGGCCAATGCCTCGACGAAGCCGATCAGCTTGTTTGCTTTGACCAAGTCGGCCAGAGATTTGACGAATGCGTCCACGTTGATTTGAGCGGCAGCCATTGTGTTGTTGGGTGTTTAGATGATGAATGACGATGATCGGTCGGAAAAGTTTGAAGGGGTGTTTGAAGAAGGGTTGTTTTGGTGGGTCGGGATGCAACGAAGCGTGCGTCGAGGTCGTCAAGATCATGTGCTCCGAGCAAACCGACAGAGCAGCAGCGGAAAAAATTCGCGATAACAACCGATCAAACGCACTACTTTTCCGCTTCAACGAGAATTTTGAGGTAATACTGTAAATTTTTTTCGTGCAAGGCAGGTCTTTTGCTGCGCACGGGTTGATGTTATTTGTAGCTGATCAACACTTTTCGCCCACTTCTGCCTCCTTTTTGGGCACAAACATGGTCAATGCAATTCCCAGCAGTACAAGCAACGTAATCATAACTACAGGAATCGACGAATAAATCGTGAGAATAGAATTTCCGATGCCATCCAGCTTTCGAACGCGAGAGAAAACACCAACACTAATGATCACGGATGCAATGCCCGCGGCAGAATCTTTAGATTCAAATGGTCGAGAATGCTCGACTGCAGCAATCCAAAGCAAACCAATAAATGGAAATTTACGTGCAATACAGTTCATAATGATGGGCATGCATTGCCAAATGAGCATGAGAATGATGCTAACGTGCGCCCAGAACCATGGACCATGCTCGTGTGGTGTTGGCGGTCCTGCGGGTTGTGTGTCAGCCGCTGATGAAGCAGCCGTTGGTTGTTGGTGGTCCAAAGGAGTTGGCTTGTTGATGGTATCGATAGTCATGATGGCGGCAAAGAAAAGATGGGTTGCTTTTTTTTGTGTTGGCAACGAATTCCACGCGAAACATGAAAGATCAGCTTCTTTTGTTACGGTTCAAAGGATAAAATATAAAGTCCAGAAACACCAATATAATTGTATTTACAAAAGTTATTGAATCAACTCAAAACGGACAACAGGCTTTTCCTGCTTTGATTCTACCTGTTTTGGTGCTACTTCTTCCTTGTTGTCCTCAACGGGCATCGTCATGTAGCCAACTTTAGAGCCGCCCGATACAACAACGACCTTGTCAGCACATTGGGTCCAGAATTGACGAGTAATGTCAAGCTGCTTGGGGTTTTCTTCTTTGGCAAATGGAGCAGCCAGAAGATCAGTGATACTTGGGATGCAATAGTGCTAAGCCATTTGACCGGCAAGAGATTCCGATCCGTGGGCAACTATGCTATCAGAACAGCCAACGAACAGAATGTGCTGAGGATTGGTCGAACACAACTTTTCCTTGTCAAACTTGTCAATGACGACAATATTGTACGAATCCGTCTGAGGAAGTCGAACCCTTCTGTTCAGACCATGGGCAAAAGTCAACACAGTCTGATTGGGCTTGGCGATGAGATACTTTTGATACAACTGAATTGCAACCTTATTGGCCAGCACCTTGTCAGGAGAAACCACCAAAATATCACATGGCTTGGACAAGGCATCGGCAGCAGACCACTGTGACACCTTAAAAGTCTTGTCCTTTTCGGATTCGATGGACTCGCAACCAAGAATTGTACGGTTAGGACCGATAATATCCAATCTGTTACTAATATCAAAACCAATGCGTCCCGAAAGTGCTCTGTCATATTCCTCCTAACTCAGCACTGGAACAGGAGAAGATTCTTTCTTGACTTGGTCAGAAGGCACAATGACGGGCCTAACCAAATCCTTGATGCTTAGCGAACCACCTGCTCCTGTCGAACATGGTCGACGATTTGAATCTGAAGATTCTGCTCCACTATACTGCGTCTTGACTGTGGCGCAGTGGCAAGACCCTGCCTTTCTACACAGAGACAATACGGCACTGGAAAAACTCTATATGCCAAAGAAACAATTGTCAGTGGCATTTTTCGGATCGACAATGACGAGATTAATTCCTTCATCCATCATCTTGGCAATCGATGCAAGTTGTGGAAGGCCTATGCCGCATCCTTCTTCCAACTCCACAAAGACGAAGCGACCTCTTTTGTTGGTGCACTGGTCAAAGTTGATGTCGTATGATGGACCAGGGAATCTAGTACGGCTATGAATCTTATGAGCACGTGGTCCAGGATGAATTTTGAAAATCGTATTCTTCATGAGATTGGCCAAAGTTGACTTTCCTGAACCCGATTCGCCCTTGATGACCAAGATGTCGCCGTTTACGTCGCTACCTGCCAAAAAGTCCATGACCATCTTTTCGTTTGCCTAGGCCTAGTGCTGGTCGCCAGCAGACAGATCGAGCCAATACTTTGTCAGAGGGTCGATTGGCTTGGGGATCATCGCATCCCAAAGGCGTGCCTTGAGTTGTCCATCGACGGTCCACTATCTGCAATACCAGAAAACCTGTTCAGGCTTCGCGTGGAATTCAATATGGCGTGCCAATTCCTTGGTGGGATTGACAATGAGCAGTTTTGTCTGACCGCTAGATGCAGCTTCCAACAAAGTTTTGAGATTTTCTACGGTCACATGAGAAGTCTGATCAGCAACGAGAACAGTGAGATGGGAGTAATCATTATCACACGGCATTGCCAATCCGTCAGTGACAAATACTTCAGTGTTACCCATTGTCTTTCTCACGCTATTAATCATCATGGCACTCAGCGTCTTCTTGCCAGAATGGTCGCAACCGCTGAGTACGAAAATACGCTTTTCGTGGTTAGGGTCGTAAATGAAGCTGCCAATGATTTGCCGGACGTCGTCGGTCAGAGTGAACTGGTCATATTCTGCCTGATCGCTAACGCTGGTGATCTCGCGAGGGTTACCAATGTAAAGCCTAGCCAAATCACCCAGAAAAGAAAGTTTGGGAGCAGGTACGTTGCTGAACATGATGGGTTGATTATTGTAGATGTTGGTTGAAATATGGGACATATGGTTGTTGTTCTGAGTGTGCGTGTGAGAGAAAAGGGGTGTTGAAAGTTTGTTGTTTGTTGCGCCAACTTTTTTGCGATAAGTTTTTGTATTTTTTCAACCATCAACTCGAAGTGCCAAGAAAACAAACTACAGATAAAATCAAAACATAATACTTTATAGCCAAAAATGCCATCACAATACACTTTGTACAACCAAATGAGGAAAATGCTTACGAATGGCCTACTTGAGTGTACCCTATTCAAGACTGCAACGGCACTTCAATATTTCGAGTGTTGGGCATGAGAGCAACGGGTACATATCTTCGAACGACAATTCGTGCATGCTCAGAAGCACTTCCCTGACGATACCTTGATCAAAAGCGGCATCCATGATTTGTTGAGGGGTCAGGCATTTTTTAGCCACGACGCACACATAAATCTGCAAACAAACAAGCAGCTTGGTTCTGTTCAACGATGCGATACACTTTGTAATATCAGCAAAGTCGAATCTATAGGCTGACACGATGCGAAGATTCACGGTTATCTTCTTTGCAACAATGTGCCCAATGAGTTGCTCAAAAGCATCCAATTCTGACTCGTCGCCTTCGTCAAACATCACATACAAATGCAAATATTCGAGATTGGTGAACCTTTGGATCAGATTTTCGTCCAAGTTATCATACTGCCAATAAACGGGTAACGACTTGATGCTGACGGGCAATGCATCCAACATCTTGGCGTTATACGGCACAAAAGAGCCACTGTAACGCTATAGTCTAGTCAACTACTTGGTAATATTCGGGCAAAATCCCTAGGTAGCGTATTCGTCGTTATGCAAGGTAACAAGTTCAACGATATTTTCGGTAGGCTACTCTGCCAATGCTGCCTCCAATTCCGTAAAGTCGAGACCGAATTCGTCAAGGTCGAAAGGAAACAGCTTGCGAACCTGCTGTCTGGTGGCTCGATCCAGATGCATAAACACGTGACCAGAGCAGTTGCGAAGACCCGGTATGCTAAGAGGCTCGGTAATGACATTATCGTCCATGTGAAGAGGAACCGTACAAGTACGAATCTTGTCTCCAATAGCATGTGCCAAAGTGACCAAATCTGGGCTTTCGTCGTCTTCATGGAATGCCGGAATGCCTTCGATATCTATGTATTCCAGTTTGAGTTTACGCTACTTGTACTACTATTCGACGTAGGTATACCAATTCAATGTTTCAGTGATGGTATCGAATTCCAGATATTTGACGCGCTTCATGACAAAATGGAAAAACTTGCTGGCCTTGGTGTCGCAAAACATGTCGTAGAATCTCAAGCGCAGAGATTTGAAAATCAAGACAGGCGTGCGACTAGAGTCTGCCGAGAAGCGACCAACAATGGGGCCAAATGGCTTGTTAGTGCCTTCTTCGTATTTGACATCGATTGCCTATTGAACCCATTCTAGCAAATAGAGGACTACATGCTGAGGAATGGTTTTCAGTAGCTTGAGAAACTACTCCTAAACAGCTTGCTTGTTGGCGCTCATTTCTTTGGCTGCCTAAACAATAGCATCGCTAATGTTGAAATTGTCAATGTGACGCTTCAACACTTTGTCACTGCTGTGAGGCAGGTCATTTGTTTTGGAAATTTCGCCATAGGTGCGCTTTTGGCTGACGTGGGCAGTAGTGGCAGTTGGTTGAGTGGGTTGTTGGGCAGACATTGCGTGTTGTTGGTGTTGAGTGAACAGCGAAGAGGGGTTGGCTGAGGCGAAAATTGTTTTGTTTTGGAGGGCTGTTTTGGAGGGTCGAGTAGCAAATTGACGTTGACAAAAAAATCCAAAAATAGCCAGTGTTCATGTTCACTTGGAACTTGGTTTCACGCCATCGATATATTTATTATGCAGTAAATAGTTGTCCAGCGACACCTCCAGTTACACTATAAAACATTGACCTTGGTAACGTTGGCCAAATTGGAAAATACATGTCTGAGTCGAAGTCAACTTCATACCACCAACGTCTATTGGTATCTTTCCGTAGAATAATTCTGTGTTTCTAATCTGTGGTTCCGCTTATAACGACAGGAAACTACACATTGCCAACAACGGATTTCATAGTCTCGAAAAACTTTTGGTCAAATCGCAAACTATATACAGTGTCGATTTTCAAAACACATGGTCTATGTGACGTAAAGTTTCTGATTGCAGCCTCTACTAATTCTGTATTACTTGTATATTCTTCGCAACATCCAACTTTTATGTGCCTGAAAAAGAGTGCGATAGACCCATTTCTTTTGCCAAATCGCTACTATACTTTGTTGTAGAGTTCGTAATACGGTATATATACATAGTCCAAAATCTCGATAACCAATTCGTTTGGCAGCTAAGCAACAATTTTGGGATCAATTCGAGTATCGAAAGCATAGCGTCCAGTGGGTCCTGTTCCAAATGTTTCATGCAACTTGTCTACTAGTCTGAACCTATCGTTTTTGTTATCATGTACACAATAACGGGCATACAATATATTTGAATTGTCTGATTCCACATATTTTTTAACTAGGTCATTTTCTTTTGCGTATTGTTTCTTATGGACAAGTTGGTAAAACACACCATGCAAACTACTATCGCTTTCAACATGCAACGGTCTAAAAACGAATTCATTGTACTATCTGTCAAAGGACATGTAACCAATTTCGTAGATACCGCCACCTTTGTTCCACAAATCGTGACCATTGATTTTTAGGTCTTCTGATGTTTGTTTTTTGTGTGCTTTCGAAAGCGAAAATCGTGATTCTTCATCTTCTTGCTTGTATGACTTGACGAGTGAAAATGGTCGTGACCATGGGATGTTGTTGATGTCGATATGCGACAAGAAATTAGACATGTATGGAAAAATGGTGGTAAGGCGAGTTTGGAGGTTTGTGAATTTTTGCAAATAGAATTATTTTTTTCACAAATTGGCTCGTTGCGTCAAACAAGAATATTTTTTCACACGCACATCTCTCTCCCAGCCCACCAACACCCCTCAACAACAAACTTTTCATCACTAAACCCCCTTCGCCTTTCGCGCACACAAATGTACAAAGTCTTCATCACCCCTGCCAGTCGCAATTCAAAAGAACTCAGAACCATGTATGGCGAGAGCGATGATTTTGTGTCGCTTGAGGGCAACATCAATGATGCCAATGTTCTTTTACGGCGACACGTTTACCACATAACCATTGTACACTCGCACCAAATTGAACCATCGCAATTCCATCTTTCTTTGGAATACAAGGCGGGTGACAACGTAAACTGGATCGGCGTCACGGACAACGAGGAAATACTCACCTATAAGGTCAGGACCCGCAAAACTCTCACCGTTCCCGGACCCAAGATGCTTTCATAGGACGAAATTGATAAGGCAACCGAAAAATCTTAGGACAAGCAGGCCATGGTCAGCTATCTGCACGTTTATCCAATCATGAACAAGAAGGATGTTCACCCGAGCATTAATTCAAAAACTTTGGTCATGTATCGCCTAGTAGTCAAGGTTTTGCGTAAAGAAGATGGCAAAGTAGACGCGAACCATTCACCGATATTCTCCAGTGGATACCTTGTTCGCGAAGATAGAAAATAGTCCAAGAAGAGAGCACGTCAGGACTAGCAGGAGCAGCAGGACAAGGACCACAATCAGGCAACTACCACCGAGCATGAGTAGCAGCAGCAAAATAGTCCAGTACCCGAGACTCATGAGCAGGCAGCTACCGAACCTGAATAGCAGCAAAGCAGCCCAGCATCTCAAGAGCAGCCAACGCAGGACCTCGTTGTTCCCAAAATACAATTCCCATTGACCAAACCAAAAGAGACCGTCCAACAGCGTCACTACCACTGCTGTTGTTGCTGTCGCCGCCATCATACAGAATAGGACGATGCAGAATCTTACTAGCCAGTCTAGAAACGGTTCAAGACCGAAACTGTAACAATCATTATTTTGGACGACTAAAAAGTTGTAAATGTTATTTATTTGTGTTTGACCTTTGATTTGTCTTCTTATTACGAACAAACAGTAACTACACAGATGTGAGAGGTTGCTTGGTAACAACGAGTAACAGCAGTGTATGGATAACAATATCGACGAATAAACATTTTTTGTGACATACTATCATGTCTAGTCATCGGAATAAATATGTCGTTCATTCATTCACATGTCAATGATACATAAGTTGTCCAATTGATCACATGTCTATTGTCGACACATGAGCATTCAAAAATATTGGGATTTTTCAAAAATCAAATTATCCGTTCGACTGCGACTCAGAGTTTGTATCGAGTTCGATAGAAGTTCACATTGTGTTATTTTTTTTCATTGCTGGTTCACGAACACTGACGACCGACCGGCTATAAAAAGCACAGCGCAACCCCTTACGAACATCCGCAGTCGCAACAACAAACTATTTTTCTCTCTCTCGCACACACCCTTCTCTCTTCTCTCACAAAATGCCAACCAACAACCACAAACCAACAACCTATTCGCTACTATTGCTGCTATTATTCACTGTCACCTATGCGATGGTGAATACCGGTAGCACCAACGGCCTGCAAACCACATGCGTTCCCATTATAATCCCCCAAAACCTTCTCCAGGAACCAGTCAGCATCTACAAGGAATCCAATGACTTTGTGCACATCTTTGGCAAAAAGGATGCAGATGTCGCCTTTGCCGAGGGCTGGGTCGCTGCCGAATTGCGTCTGTGGCAATGGGACTTTTACCGTCATGTTGCCAACGGATCGCTCTCTACCATTCTGGGATCGGCCGGCAACCAATACGATATTCTGGCCAACACTATTGATGTTCGCGGCAAGGCAGACCAAACCTTCCAGAACCACCTGCCCATCACAAAGTTGAGAAATGAGCAATTCGCACGCGGTCTCAACCATTTCCTCAATGTTACCAACTTGGCCACTCTCACCATGGAATACTCTCAAGTTTTTCGTAGCAAGCCTGCACCTTTTGTCGCCCAGGACATCACTCGTGTTGAAACCTTTTTCCAATATGGCAGCAGTATGAATGCTCAGTTTGAAATTCAGCGTCTTGTTGCACTCTACAGTGGCATGACTCTGGAACAAGTGTTGGAAATCTATCCCCAAGGCAGCAGCTTCGCAAACTTCCCCAGCATCATCCAAAAGGCAGATGTCCCCGGTATGTCTGGTCTTTGTAAGGCAGATATCGAAAGGATCGAATTGGCTTTCTAGAACCAGTCGGCTGCTTTCTTGCCTTTTGGTCCTGCCACCTCCACCGCAAGCCAAACCACGACCACTATGCGCAGTCTTTTGATGCACAAGAAACAACTCAAGTCTCGTGCCGACAGTTTGTTTTCCCAAATCAAGCAACAGATTTCCATTTTCGAAGATCCCGTTGTTCAAGACTTGGTCAATCACAAGGAACACTCCAACTTTGGCATCATCTTGGGCAAGCACACTGCCAAGGGTTTGGGCTCCATGTTCGAGGACAATACCCACATGAACTTTGAAAACCCTGGTATCTGGATGCAAAAGCACGTTGTCAGTGCAGAGTCGGGACTCGATATTCGTGGTTTTGCTCCTTTGGGCGCACCTGGTGGTATGTTGGTTGGCTGCAACAACAAAATTTGCTGGTTCATTACCAATGCCTACGGCGACAGCGAAGATGCCTATATCGTTGAACCTTCCACTGCAACCACTGCCAACTACACCATGGATGGTCAGGAAATGGCCTACTCTTATCGCAGTGCTCCCATTTATACTCGTGACTTTGCAACTGGTGCACTCAATGTGATTCCTTTTGTCGTCAAGGAAACAATTTTCGGTCCCGTCGTCAATCATCTCTACGGACTCAATACTCCCGGTGTCAAGGATATTGTTCTTCGCGCACTCTACACCAGGCAGCCTGCTGGTTCATCTGAAGGCCGCAAAACATCTTGGTTCGATGGCATGGCCAATGTTTACACTGCCAACAATTTCGATCAATTCCGTGCAGCTGTCAGACCCATTCATGGTGTGTCACTCAATTTGGGTTACATTGATATCCACAATAATGGTGGCTATTGCTACTTTGGAGGTGCTATTCATCGTGCTGCTGGTCATAGTGGCATATTCCCCGTTCCTCTGTCCAGAAAATACGACTGGTCTTTCTTTGAAGATGAAGAAAAGCCATGTGTATTCAACCCCAAGGAAGGATTCATCCAAGCTGCCAACAGCAGAGTAACTCCTCGCGGACATCCCAACCCGGTCGGTCATGATTTTGCCAACCATTACCGTGCTCAGCGTGCTCGTGACAATCTCCAAACTTTGGTTAGAAGGGGCAATGTTGTTCTCAAGGATATGAAGGCACATCAGTTCGATACTCTGTCGCTCATGTTTTAGGACTACAAACCTATTTTGGGTTGGATTGCCGGTTCTGTTGCCAATACTTCACTACCCTATCTTGCCGATTTGCAAAAGTGGAATGGTCGTTCCTCGATTGGCTGCAACCGTACTACTCTGTTCGAACACTTTTATTTACAGTTGCGCAAGCTTTACGGTCCAGTCAAGGGTTCACCCATTTACGCCGAAATCATTCCCGATCTTTTGATGGTCAAGAATCATGTGCTATGCACCAAGGTTTCGCCACTCTATTCTGACTGCAAGAGTTTTGCTGCTGCTGCTTTTGACTACAGTGTCGCTACTCTATTGGCATTGAATAACAACAATGGCGCCATTCCCGCATGGAGTGCACATGCTACCAGCAAGGTTGGCATGCAGGTTGCTGCTCATTATATGCTTTCTGTTCCCAATGCCACCATTTACTTGCCTGCTCCCGGATGTACAAACTGCATCAATGTTGGCGTGTTCAAGGAAAGCACCAAGTATGGATATCTCACCAGCAGCTTTGGTGCATCTGAGCGTATGGTCGGTCAGGTTAGGAACAAGCTGATTGAATTGGAAGTTGTGTTGCCTTCTGGTCAAAATGGTGACATCAACAGTCCCAATAACAAGAACTTTGTTTCTCAGTGGTCTACGGGCAAGTATGTTCCTTTGCGTAAGGATGATTTTCGTTATGTTGAGAAGGATACTCTTATGCCCGAGAATTATTGAGTGGAGCAGTATTGAATAAATTTTGTATGTAACTTGTATTCGTATAATTTATTAGTTCAAAGATTGGTGTTTGCAAACCAGCAAAAAAAATATTTTGAAACCGGTCCAAAACTTTTTTGGCGCAAACTTTTGAAACTTGTTTGTACAATGAGGTGACAACTCGAAAATAATTTTTGTAATTTACAATTTGCTTATGCATCCGTATATTTAGTAACCTTCTGACCTTGACCCAGGATAGAATGCCAAGTGCATGTGACATTCAAACCTTGAATGGATGCGACCCACTTTCCACCATCAACAGGATCAATGTATTCCATGCGTGGCATGACCGGTTTGCTCTGTACAATCTGACACAAATCATCGCTGAGTAAGTCGATGCTAATGTGGATACTACAACCCGAATACTTTGGTTTGCTGTCCTTGGTAATACAATCCAAGCACTTGTAAAGTTTCTATAGGGAAACATTGGGGACAAAAATGTTTCTGAATGGTAGTTTTACCAAGCGCGCTATGCACATCAGATTGAGACCGCCAATCTATTTCCTGATCCTGATGTTGCGAAAGATGAGCATTGCCTTGCGTGTAGAGTCACGTCGAAAGCGTCCAAAGCAGGCCAAAGGTATTTTCTTGGGATTTGGGACGGCGACATGTAGCGTGTGACTATAGTCGATGATGTGGATAAGGATGTGATAGGGTAGTTGACGGAGCAGGGTGGACATGAGTGTGTTGTTGGAGATGGAAAGTTGAAGGGGTGTTGGAAGAAGGGGTGTGTTGTTTGTTTGTTTTGTTGTTGTACGTTTGTGCGCAGTTCGTTCGCAACTGGTGAGTTCGCATCTTACATTTCTTGAACACTGTCCCCACAGCTGCATCAGACAATTTATTGTCAAGTTGTCGAGCCTGTTCAACTGCATCAGACATCAGACAAATGGTCGAACCTGTTTGACTGCAACACACAAAAAAGTATAAATATCATGTAATTTACAACTGGTTCAACAATCGTCAAGCCTATACATCCTTGTCCTAAACTACAACAACGGTAGTATCGACATTTCCTGGTTCTGCCTGCTCAGCCTGCTCTGTCACCAATGGCTATTCTTTGACAGGCTCAGTATCATCATTTGCTGCCATTGTTTCTGCTACCGCTGCAACCACCAGAACATCTATGGGCAATGTTGTCGCCGCAGCCACATCAGTCTGATCCGTCAAAACGCAACCAGAAGTATTTACGCTGCTACTAGGACTGCCGGCATCCTCCAAAACGTAACTCGGTTCAGGGCAAAAAGGTTCTGCACTACCAACCGTTGCAGTAGTCGTATGCGTGTACTTTGATTCTGCAACGCTGCTGGTCTCATCCGTCGAAGCATTGTCAAAATCAACAGCCGTGCCAAATGTCTTCTTCAAACGATCGCCCATTGGCTGGAGATATCCGCATTGGAAGCAGACGCACACCATCCATTCCAACCTTGTAGACTTGAATGGCCAAGTAATGAGAATCACCGACAAAATGTGAAGTTGCGAAGGCACCGCTCTCAGCAACAGGGCATCATTCATATTGAGAATCATGGGTGTGTAGGCAAACAGAGGCGTGACCTGAAACGCACAAAAGATGACAATACCAACGAAGCGAAGAGCCAGACTCAATCCAAGGAAATATGCACCGAAACCCACGCGCGCCATCATTGCACGGAGTGTTTGGATTTTGCGAATTCTTCTCTCGCTGATGGAATTGTGAATGTTATCCTTGATTCTCTCCATTGATCTGGCCGACTCCTTGATCAGCTATCTGAAGCCAACTATGAGATAAATAATGACAATGGCCAGAATGACCAAGGCCGGAATACCAAGCGAAAGTGTAACGATGCCAATGGTGGTACTTTGGGATTTGATAACATTCGTAACTGCCAATGGGAACAGTGTGCTATTGATGACGACCATGAGAGCAACGAGAATAATGACAATGACCAACGAGATGTGAATAAGACCGTGAACGAAAAACTACAGACGATTGTGCGCGGCATTACGGAGCGTCCTTGACATTCTTTTGGACAGGCCCATGTAGACTTCGATAAATATAACTAGATTCCACACGAATATGATGATTTCGACGTAGGCAAAACAATTACGCAAAATTCTCATGGCAGAGTTTGCGAAAAATGTAGGCGACCAATAGGTGACTGCCTGTTCTGTGGTCATGATGAGTTCAAATATACCATATACCAGCTGACTAAGGTGTAGCATGTACATGAGTATGTGACCTATACGGTTTCCTCCTTCCTTCTTTTTGATGATGTAGCCAACGGTGGTAACTAACAGAAGAGGAATAATGGATGCTGATACCGGAAGAGTGGATAGTTCAAAGGCCGATCCCACGTGGCAGCCGACGGCATTGACATTTGTAAAATTGAGAGCACTCATTTTGTTGGGTTGAGTTGAGTTGTGTGAGTTTGTGATGGGTGAGAGCAAACAAAACGGTTTGGCAGGTGATGTGAAAGTTACGCTGCTGAGGGGGTGTTTGAGAAAAAGTGGGTTTGCTTTCTGTTATTCATTTTGGAGCGCACTCGACAGAACTTGTGCGGAGGGTTTGTTTTTTTTGCGCAACACTTGGAACTTGACCTGAACTCAAAAAATTTATGTAACATGTCATCACTTCCGTATGCCGTGGATACTTTCCTGTGCTTCTGACCATGTAGTCTTTACAACACGCCAATTGCACAAACCATCAAGTGCTTGTAAGACTTGTTCTTTTGGAATTTCAGCATCTTCTGGGTGGTCCTTCTTTTTCTTGAAATGGCCAAAAATAAAGTTGCCGTGCTTTTCGGGCAAGTCGAAACCAATGACAACTGCATTATGTGTTTCTTTGACTTTCCAGTCATATTTCCAGTCTTCTTCCGTGTCATCGCTATGAAAAATATTGGGATTGTCATCACCACACCACAAACATTTGACGTATTGTCCAAAATATGCGTCAGTGCAAAAACCCCAATCGTCTTTCCAGCCCATATTGTCGTGGTATTTCCAATTGCGACATTGTTTACAATAATACATGCGATTGTCGTAAAATTCTTCATATTTGCAGGCTTTGCTTTGAAGTTTCTGTTGATGAGCCCATATGTGAACCCATCGGCGAGCAGCAGGTGTACGACATTGAACAATGAGTATGTCGTCTTTTTCAACGGGCACCTGACTTTCCAGAGCAGCTGCGAGATCACTGGGTTTTAGCATTTTCTTGATTGATTGTTGATGTTTTTCTGTGTCTTCTTTGAGGCGTGCTACATAGTTTTCCATGCCATCAGGTGCGCTGATTTCTTTGGTTACCTATGTAAGTATGTCGAGAATGAGGTCCTAACGATCAGACCAGTCCACTGTTTTGGGATCGAGTTTCTGATATTCCTCAATTAATTCGCTTGCGTTCATGTTTTTTGGAAAGGGGATCGGGCGAGAATGATGAAAACTTTTTTTGACAGCACAGAATGGTTATTTTTTTTCGGCAGCTTATCCGTTTTAAAGTGTTTACACCTAAAAAATACATCAATATGTTTATTATTTGGGAACGACTACAGTTGTTCTGCCAATGTGTACACCTCCACCATAACCAGTTAGCAGATGCACTTCGCTTGACAATGGTTCAGTCATGACATAAATTTCTTCATATTCGTCAAACAATGATACCGGCAACTAGGAAGCAACTTCCAACAGGTCAGGTTTGAAAAATCCTTGGTAACCGTAGGAGTGCAGTGTGATATATACTTTGCTGTCGTGGGTAACGGGGCATAAACCTTGAGCATTCGGCTTGCCGCACACAGTAATATGTTGTTTAGGATCGTGAACATAACCAATGACATTATCGAGAGATTCCTTGTTCCACATGTAGGCATCCTTAAAATTTGTAACCTTTTTGATCTCACGACATTCGTAGAAACCACCTTCTGCTTCGAAAAGAGCAAAAGGACGAAGTTTGTTTATGCGCCTGTGTAGTTCTTGAACATTGTCGAGGTAAACTGTATTTTGGTAATGCTTGGTGTGAAGGCATTTGGACTTTTGAGTTTGTGTTTCTGACATTTGTTTGGTGCAGGGTGTTGCTGACAGAAAAAAATTGTTTGTTGTTTGCTGGCAAGTGCACCAAAAAAAATAAACTCTGAATTTGTTACATCCAAAAAGTTGCAATCAAGTAAACCAAATTTATTCAGTGTTGTTTTCATCTTCTGAGTCCGAGTCTTCGGATTCCGTGAGCCAGTCGTCTTTGGGTTCTACAACTTCGTCTTCAGACTTTATGCAACAACCTTCATCATCGGATCTGGCAATATAGCGATTCTTTTTCATATTGACAATTTGCTAATATACATGTTTCGCCAAATCTTTCCAGCTGCTTATGCTAACATCGTTGCATATGTCTTGTATACGGAAACGAGTTATTGCACACCATTGACAGCCTTCATCATCTCCGTCGAATTGAAAAGCAATGTGACCAGCATATTGTGAATCAGCATTTATATTTACAAACATTGTCATACCATAACAGTGTCTATCACATAACATACAATTGTAGTCTTCATCTTCGTAATCTTTGTCGTGTAATAGACAACCCAATGAGTCCATACTACGGTTACTATCAAGTGCCTCATATTCCATATGAACATGCACTGGAAGCCAGTCAAATACTGTGTTTTCGATGCCACGATATCTATTACACGCCAAAAAGATTAGAATTTTCCACCCGCCAATAACTTCTTTCAACTATGGAAGTCCAAATGGCAGCTATATAAAGTTTTTGGGAGCGCTCAATGGTATCTATAGTCCCACCAATTTACCGTAATCTTCGCATGAATGTTGGTAAACAGCAAAAAGATACTATTTGTTGTTTTTGGTGCACAGTTCTACTTTATCATCTCCTTCATAGCGCGAGAAATCGTAGTTTAAAAAGTAGTTTTTTACGGACTCAATGGCATCGACACAGTAATTGGTCAACAGATAAGGTTTGCATATTCTGTTCCATTGTTTACATGCAGGTAAAATGGACTTGTAGAGGGTTTTACTGTCCAAATGAACAAAAATACGGTCCAAAATTTCGTCAATGTGGGCAATTTGCTCTAGTTCGTGTTCCGTTGAAATGTCGTCGAATTTGCGCTTGGACATGATGAGGTTGTTTTTGTTTTTGTGAGCAATACTATTTTTTGTTTGTGGCAGACAACGACAACAAAGAGAATAGCATTTTATAGTTTCGACCGCAAATCTTGAACCTTGAGCAAACACCGCAACAACGTGTTGGCCAATGCAAGTTTCTCAATTCTGTACTAATATTCTAGCCGAGGTTGCGGGTTTCGGAAGATGAACCGTGTCGAGTCGATAATGTCAATGTGCAAGGCGATTTTGTTCATGGTATCCTTGTCCACGGATTTGACCATTTCTGATTTTTGAAATTGTGCATAGAGGAGTCTGTATTCGCTGATGAGACCAACGAGTTCTAGGTGTTTGGACAACAGGTCGAGAAGGGCGCTCATGTTTTTTTGATAGGGGGACTGCAGTGAATGAAAATTTGTTTTGTTGCTTGTTGCACTTGTTACATATGAACCTTGAAACTCAAAACCTTAAAAACGTACAAAAAAAACTAATTGGTTGCCAAAAAAACATGTCGCGCATGTCAAGTTGAAATCAACAAAGTGTAAACGGCTCCAAGATCGAAAGCGAAACGAACAAATGCGCGATCTTTCGTATGACGCCAAAACAAAAAAGTGCCCTTCTATCTTTCGTTCGTCGCACCCCCCCCCTTCTGACCACAAATGTTCGACATCAACACCGACAATACTGAAATTCCAACTCTGGTAGAAGCTGCCACCAGGGCTCGTCTCGATGGTAGGGTCATGGAAGTCACCATGAATAGCAAGATTCTTTAGCTGGGCAAGACTTTGGTTCAGCACGACATGAATCGCATGCTTCAAGTGTTCATGATCCATAAACATTATCCTGTTGCCAAGGATGAAGCGGTTGTCAAGAGACAGACTGCTCACAACAAGTGGTTCATTGGTCCTCAGAAGCTGGCCGATTTCAACAAGGAAGTAGATCTCGTTCCCTATGTTTGGTACTATAACAAGGCCGACAACAATTGGACTGCTCTGGAATTCATTCATGCTGATTCAAAGCACATGAACCCAGAGAGCATCGCCAGATATCGATTCGTGGCCAAGTGTTTCTAGGACAACAATCTTCTGCGCAAGAAATTGGCTAATCAGTTGCTCACTTTGGGACTCGATTCCACATTTGGCATCATTGTCGATCTCAAGTATGTCGAAGGCATTCCGGAAGGTGAAGACCTCGAAACTGTTGAGATCAGCAGACCGAGCAAGAGAGAAACTCATTTGTCGATTCTGCCCAAGAGCGAGTGCATCGAGATTGAAAAGTTGGACGGTAATGTCATGACTTGTTGGTCCTTTGATCATGCTCAGGCTGTCAAGAATGCACACTAGATCTGCCGCGAAATCATTGATGTTGTGACCAAGGAAACTCATGTAGTGTGTCGCGAGATTATTGACCAAAAGCAGATCCGTACGGATCAAATGGTCGACCACGCTCGACTGCAGCTGGCTATTGCTAGCGATTTGGATCTAAAGATCCTGCAGGCACACGGCTATTGTGGCGAAATTGTCGACAAGCAAGCTACCCACTATGTTTGTCGCGAAACCGCTACCAAATAGGCACACGGTATCTGTCGTGAGATCATTGATCAATAGGCACATGGAGTATGTCGTGAGATTGTAGATTCTGGTGTTGCTGTCACACAGGCACACGGTATCTGTCGCGAAATTGTCGATCCTTCAGTGAAGCAGGCACATGGTATCTGCCGCGAGATTGTCGAAAAGGCTGACCATGTGTATTGCTATGAGCAGAAGCAGATTTGTTAGAATCCAAGCGTCGACCAAGTTCGACAGCCTTCTATTGTAGCCCAACAGATGCATGGTTATTGCGGTGAGATTGTGGACGGTGACAATGTTCAGCAGGTGCCGACTCATGTCATCTGCCACGATGGTCACTTTATTTGCAGAGACGATCCTCCGGCCAAGCAGTGAGAAGTATGTTCAGTGTTCATGTTGAAGTTGTTTCGTTCATAAAAAAATTTTATTTAGAGTTGTTTTTGTTTTGTTCAATAATTTTTCTTGAGACTTGCTTCATCTGGTGGCGCGATTCTCCAACAAACAAATTATTGATGTCCAGTAAAAAAAGTTTCGAACCTTTATTCAACACTACAACCACATTACTATCATGAATATGAACATGAAACTATCAAAACAACACATTGTCTACTCAATCATAGGACTCATCGTACTCATGTTGGTTGTTGGCTCGACCGTCTGCGTCATCAAAAAGTTGTGCACCAAAAAGCCTGCCACAGTCGACACTTTGAATTCTGACCTTTCGACCGCAGCTGTTTCCGTGCCTGCTACTTTGACTTCAACCGTTGCCAAGCCAACATGTTCTTAGGTCCAAATATTCGAGAACGTTGCCTACCAAGGTGCAAGTGAATCCGTTCCCGTTGGAACCACGAATCTTTTGGACGGAAAGAAGCACATCAACTACATCAGTTCAGTCAAGATTCCCGCTGGATGCAAAGTAACAATTGGTGCGTCAGATTCGAGCAGTGCAGTCGGCGGAGGTCCAATGGTGTATGAAGGCCCCAAGAATGTGCAGTGGGATGGTGATCTTTTCAATGATGACGCTACCCAGATAAAGGTTGAGCAGATGTGAGTCTCTATGATCGCTACCCAAACTGTTGTTATTACATTAAACGTATAATGGACATGATGTATTTAATATATTTATTTACGTTAGCGTACATATATACAATAATGATAAACAATTTTTTAAATTATACATACATGAATCCTGATTTTTTCGACGTACAAGTGCAACTTAGCATTCGTGTTATTTGGTCCTATACTTTCAAACTCAGTAGCGTGTCACAACAATATGCACCTTCTGGTCCCGGAATTTACGAGATTGGTTTGATGGAGATGAACAAGGATACTCATTCCATTCAATTCAAACCTCTCTATCTTGGGTCCACTAATAATTTATATAGGCGACTTACTGAACATAGCAGCTATAGCGGAGGTAACAAACACATTGATGAACACGCCCAAGAACTATTCCATGCTCGCTTCTTCTCATGTACGAATGAGTATGATATCGAACAACAAATACTCAAAAAATTTGGAACAGGAATCAACGGTCGCTACCTCTACAATGAAATTGGAAGCGGAACCTTAACAAAACTGCAACCATCAAAAACCTCCGAAATCCCAGAAGAACAGAATCAACTGGCCAAAGACTGTATTACATGGCTTTTTGGGACAGTAGTTGAACCTAGTGTAAGAATTTTTAAAGCTAGCGAACCATCAAGTCCACTAAGAGCAAAATACAGGATATTGATATCCGAACCAGATGGACATGAACCCGAATACAGTCCTGATTTTAATGCCGATTGCACTGTAAAAAGTAAAAGATGCAGGATATCACAATAAAAGTATAATAGGTACTATAATGCGTGCTCTTGGACGTAATAAATTTATAAAATATTTTGAAAGCTTCTATATTTTTTTGGTGGTCACAAGTTTTGTTCAAGTTGGCAAAAAATTTTTGGACCCGATCAGAAAGTCTAAACTTTTTTTCGAAAAATATTTTTTGGACCACCCACCAGAAAATTTCTAACCTTCAAAATTTTTGACTCTCTTTGCCCAAAAAAAAATATGGACTCCAACCCTGCTCCTTCCGAACTATGTTTCGAAAAAATACCATCAGGACCTGGATATTTTGTTCAACAACATAAGCGTTGGATATATGTTGCATCCACGGACAATACTCAATAGCACAAGTTACAAGGAGTCAAGTTGAAGCGCAAAAAGAAGTTGACAAATGAATAACATCTGCTGGTATTTATTACTTGCATAACAAGTCCAAAAGTTGTTGTTGAGTAACGCGTGACCTGAACGCATTCAAAGTTTCATCGTCGCCGATTTCAATGCCATACTACTACCTCTGCGCCTCAGTAAACACATTATAAATCATGTCGTGCAGGTCAAGTGCCTCTCTAACCTTGTAAGATGACTCAGTTCCTCCATCACATGTTGGACATCTGGCTTCCAGTTTGCCATCGAGCATGAGAATCCAGTTGTCGTCTGCAAAGTCCAACTGATAAAGTGCCATCCCCTTTTCATCGTCCAAGTAAAGACGAAAAGGTTCCTTGAGTGTTAACCTTTTTGCACCCAAAAGTTGTTTGCGATGCCATTCAAACTTTTCTTGTTCTACATCGTCTTCCTCGTCTGACACATAGTCATAGTAGTCATCAAAATCATCATCGTCATTCTGGGGCTCTTTGGAATTTTTGTAATCAATTTTGGCCTTATGAGCACAAGAATATTCTCTGAATTTGGTGCAGTGAACAATGTTTTCCCATTCCTGGGTGAATTTCTTGGCTGGACAGAAGGGCATGGTTTGTTGCGACCAAGAAAAAAAGTTTTTGAGGTTGGCCAAAAAAGTTGCAAGTCCAAAAAAATATTTTTTTGTGTTCAATAAACTTTTTTTATTGAGTGCAACAATCACCAAACAAACAATACAAACAACATGTCAGAAGTTGTCATCAAAGGTTTTTGCGATGGTTACGAACATGCTCAAGATATTCTCAAATTGTATTACGAAGCGACCGATATCTATGTCAGCAGGCTTAGCATATTGTTTCCTGTGACGAGTTATGCAAATTGCAAATTTGTTCTTGTATTTGACAAGGAATCCAAGGACTTGAAAGCTTATGCGTGTGTATGCCCTATCAAAGATATTGACGGTAGCACGGTAACTTCTCTTGTCAACAAGGCATCCGAATTTATGGACTCGTTGTATGTGATGAATGTCGTAACAAAACCTTCCTACCAAAAGCAAGGTTGTGCACGTATAATTGTCGAAACCATTGTTGAACATTTTGGTGATAGCAACAATTTGTTGGTCGACACTGAACTGGATTACCTGAAGCGCATGTTTGAACGGATGGGTTTTGAGGAACAGAAGAGTCACTTTATTCTCGGTTCTGCTGATGTTACCTATCTGAGAACCAAGACCAACTAATAAATGTATACACATCAAAGATTACAATTTTATGGTTACAATTCGTAGCAACTTATTATAGAAATCACCTTCCTGCTTTTCGGCCAAAGCCTTAAGACCCGAACTGTTGTCCTGCCACTTTTTTCGTGCTAACCTGATTTCTTCCGGCACCTCGTCCATGCAAACTCGATTCACTTTTTCCGACAGATTGGCTCCGTTGATTTGAACAACGTTGTACCAGCACAGTGTGGTTTCACGATCGACGAAGCTAACTGCCTTGAAAAAGTGTTTCGTTTCCTGCTAGGACTGCACTATCAAGACTACAAACTTTACATGTGACGCCGATATTTGCTTGTCAACAATGATGTGCACATCTGACGTCAAAGTAAAGTTGCCATTTCTGAGATCATCCTCTCGATAGTGCCGAATCAAAATATTTGTATCCTACATGAGTTGCGCAAAATGTGCAGCTGCAGAAGGATAACACTTTTGCTTATGCGCAGGCCAATCGTCGTGCTAACATTTGCTATCGCAATAGTACGAGCATTGACATATACTACAGCGCATGTTCGAGTTTACTACGCGGCGGCAAGTGTCGCAAAATTTGGTAGTCGATGCAACTTCTGTGCCGAATTTTTTGGTCAGTTTAGTGGGCGATTTGTTTTGAAGATTGCTAGCATTGACGATTTTAAGTTTGGACATGTGAGGCGATGATTGGTGTTTGTAGTTGTGAAGCGAAGGGTGAAGCGAAAATTTTGGTGTTGCAAAAGCAAGTCTACTATTGCCTGCTAACTAGCAAAACAAATTTGTTTCTTCTCCAACCGGTGCAGGCACTCAAGTAATTCATCTTTTTTTGTGCAATCGTCCATAAAATCAACAAATTCTAAATTTTATTCTCGACATGAACAACCGCTTACAACAACTTGAGTACGAATTGAGTGTCTTGGACCAAAAAAGAGACCAACTCATTGAAGAAATTGAAAACATATAGTATCGTATTCGACTGGACAATGGATTTCCCATTATAGTAGAACAGAGATGGCTTCCTAATATGCTCAAAGATTTTGAGGACATGAATTTGGTTCACAGAAAAGCGTACATCAAAACATACAAGGGCATGGAATGTTGCAACGGTCAATATTATTTCTACGAAGGTATTACGAGTTTGGGCGAAAATTATGAACTCGATAGCTTCCCCGAGTATTTTGCATACGGCAAGATTTATTCAGATTATTTCGATTTAGAAGTTACAGATAGTCAATTTGGAAATGGCGAAGGTCATCGAGGCTACAGAAAAGTAGCAGAAGTATGGAAAGACTAGAACCCAGAAAACATGACAGACTTGGAATTGTTGTTTAGTTCGTATGCTGCTTTATATCCAAAGTGCATTGACGAAGAAGATGGCTGCTAGAATGCAATCGTAACATTTGACCGCATAGATGGCGAATATGTTGTCAACAACTATGCCGACCTCGATCCGAATACAAAATGGGAACTATAAACATTTACATGCAACTTGTTGAGAGAAGCAATAAAAACAAAATGTTGTTACACGAGATATCATGAGCAGTATTGTGTATTAGTGAAAAAGTACAACAAAACGGATGCATCATCGTCGACTATTGCGACTGGTTCCTGATTCTAGATATCCTTGTTCATAATTTCGACGGCATCAATCATTGGTGCATTCTTCTTGTGCCTTTTGGATGGTGTTTCCTCTTTTTCCTGATTCTCTTCGGTTTCTTCTCCTCCCGAAATTTCAGTAAAACAAATGGGACCGTCCCTTGAGCATAACTTGCGCTTTCTTTGTAGCTTTGGTGACTGCTCCTTTTTTGTCGTAATTGTAGGGTTGTTTAACCCACTATGCGCTACAGAGTAGCTAGCTGCAGCGGCCGATAATTTTTGCTTCTCTTTTGGCCGTCCATAGACCAACACGTGAAGTGCCAGATGACCATTATCCTCCTTTTTGCCGTATTTTTCTGCCATTTGTGTAACATCCTTGGTGGTTTTCATTGGTCCTACATCCTCAAAGTCGATGGCCATGTGATTCGGAAAAGGGCAAACGGAGACATTTTCGCGCTTGACATCAGCCAATTTTTTCGCCTGCGCCTCCAGTGTCTTAAGTGTCGTTTTTTCGATATCGACATGCACAGTACAGAATTGCGATTCTACATTATTGTAAAGCAACTGCATAATGGCAACATAGGTGCGACGATTTTTGTACATGATGGTTGGTGGACAGCGAGGAGGGGGTTAAAAGTTTTTGGTGAAGGGGGTTGAGTTGAGGTGAAAAATGTTTTGGAGGCAGGGGTCGAGTTTCGTGTTTGCCTTGACATGTCACATTTGTTGATTCGGCACAAAGTCAAGTTCCAATGCACCGAGTTCCATGTGTGCTCAAATTCCAACCAGAAAGAAACCAAGGCAAATCAAGGATGGTATAAAACAACAACAAAGTCGTTTATTGATGTTACTGCCGATATGTCAACAAGTCTCTTTGGACAACATTATTTCGACGACCAACTGCACGAGCAATAAGTTGGTTGAGTTGTTGCTCACAAACTTTTGTGTCGTAATTGTTGGTAACACCAATGTTCTTGATTTCAGATTCGCACCGCTGCACAAAATCTGCAACATCCCTAAACTGCTCTTCCAATGCCAAAGGTATTCTACTTCTTAATGTTCTACAATAACCAAAAGGTGCAAAATGGGACTGGTCACTTGGAGCCAAAAATTCCTGAATTTGGTCTAGACGGCCCATGTCGTCAATGTAGCGACATCCTGTAATGAGAGTGGCCAATTCTGCATGGGAGATGTGAATCATATTGTTACCGTCGCGGGAACCAAAAAGTTTTTGAAAGAGTCCACTGAACATGGTTGTTGTGTTTTTGGTTAGGTTGGTTGTGTTGGAAGGGCAGAGAAGCAATAATTTTTTTTCGGTGGTTGCAACTTTGGACAACAACAAAACTTTCTTCTCCGAAAAAATAATAGTCTGTATGGCAACCGCAACGATACCACCTGAACCCAGTGCCTTGAACATTGCGGTATCTGATACTTGTGAAGGATGGTTCAGGCTTGCAACGAAAGAAGTAGCCGATGCATATGTATGTAAGGATTTGCTGAATATCAAGGAGGACCCAAATGCAACAAACTTTATTCTGGTTCCTAACATGTAGCAATTGAAGCAATACGAGGATAAAAACCGCGCAATCTATGACGAATGGTTCTGGAACACACCAGTAGAAACACCGAAACCAGCAGAACACGACGACCGCATCATAATACTGTATACTTTGGACATTGTTCCTCCCGGCCAGACTCTTGATGTTGTTCCTCCTTACCCAATACTGCCTAGCGACATTGAAAGTGTTCACTACGAATGGGTAGATCCGGCTCGCTCTTACAGGTATCCTTGGAATCTGCACATCATAGGCAAAACGAAGCAAAATCTTTGGATGTTCATGCACATCAACGAGTGCGGCGTATCGGGACTCGGATGTGGTCACGAATGTTTTGTAAAGGTGTCAGTTGCTCAATCTTGGGCTGACATTTGGCTTTTTGGTTTGGATGACAAGGCAAGAGGTGTATATCTTGAGACAACAAAAATATAAATGAGTTCGAAATTTATCTAAAAGTTTTTTTGGACAACAAACAAAATTATTCGGGTCTCTCCCAAAAAAATATTTCATCAACCATCATGACAGACGAAATCCGAAACAATCTCTGTTTTTAGAATATCTCCCACATTGACGAAATATTAGATCGTATTTTTGTGCATGTTGATACACCAACACTGGTAAACAACATATCACTGGTAAACAAACAATGGAATAGCTAGTGTCGTCATCGAACGAAGAAGAAGTGGAATCGTCTTCGTACACATCTTCAATGACGCGCGAATCGTATTTTTGGTAGCGTTCATTGTCGCGAGGATTTTCGGAAGCATCTGGGTTCATCTGGATTCTTTGTGACGGGTTCATTTGTTTGGTGACGGGTGGTTGGGCAGATTCGCGAACAACAAAAGTTTTGCTTCTTGCATTCTCTGATCAGCAAACACATGCTCACCAAATTAGCGTACAGCATCGACTTGCTGACATTCATTCTCGACTTTCTTGCGCCAATCTATGATTTGGGCGACCTATAGTTGTTGGTCAAGAATCCGAAAAAGTGTTTTTAGACACCGAGAGGCAACGCATTGATGGCCTTGATACGAGTGTCGCATGATCTCCGGGCCACGTTGACCGATGCAAACAATGAATTTGTTCGTGCGCTTTGGCAATCGACGCCCATTAGCGCTCGACATCCATTTGTCATTCGAGACACTTACTTGCCCATAACAAATTTGGTCTGGTGGGGTGAAGTAAAGGAATTCAACCACTACAAGGCGGTTCAGAAAAAGGGCATACTTCATTTCCAATACGTTGCCAGCGACAAGATTCAATGGACTCCATGGCCTACGTTGCTCGTCAATGAAAATCAATAGTTGTAGACTTTCATGCTGCCTAGAAGTATTGATGATAATTACTGTACCGAAATTAGCATGGCGTTGCATGACCATCATTGCATCAAAAATCTGAACATTCAAAACAATAACCTTCATTTTTCCTTGGTTCTCGATTGTGTAGCATGGTTGGAAAGTTTTTCTGCTACCGGACTCTAGTGGGTGGCATTGCAGCATTACTTGAGTGCTTTTAGGCATAATCTCACACCTCTAGTTACGAGCATATCTTTCCATAGTTGCTTCCTCACTTGTTCAGGAATAGATTTGTGGTAGTTTCTCAAGACCAATAATACGCTCAAGTTGTTGGACCTTCGATACTCCCGAATGACCTGTTAGGATGTAAAGCTGATTTTCAGTGCATTGTTGAGCAATACAACTCTTGAGCAGTTGGACTTGGTCGGCATTTAGTTTCCTTACGACGCTGAACTTGTTAGTTATTGGATTACTGTGTTCTATTATAACCGCACTCTTCGATCCATTAGCATAGATGCCAAATATTTTTGTAGCGAGGAGTTGCTGGGCAATCTTACGCTAATGATGGAAACAAATTCTAGGATTCATTTCCATATGTTTGGAGACGCGGATGTTCGGTTACCCGATTGTCAATTCAACAAGTCTCGAATACACATGCATGTAATCGAATAACTTTTTATTGGTGCAATCTTGCTCCATCCAAATAAAACACCCAGACCAGATTGGACACGAAAGAGCAGACTACCGTAAAAATTGACAGACAAGCCGCTGCACAACCCAGACTCAACAACAATATACCACTAGTAGTCCGCCGCACATAAAATGCAGTAATAAGCATTGTCCAACCTAAACCCATACATACGATGCATGTCACTTGACCCAGCAGAAGAAAGAGATTGACGAAAAATGTCCAGTCCTGAATTATTGCTTTGAGCAAAGGCAATACTCCTAACAACTCATGTATCATTGGACTAAATGCAACCATCAACAAACAAGGTGTAAGAAACATAGCGATCGCTAAACAAATACAGTGTCGTAATAGATGAGGCCAGTATTTGATGGGTTCGGCTGTACGTTGTATTTCTTGAACACAGTCCGACAGGAAAAAGGTATCAAACACATCACTTGAAATCCACCACCTAAAACATGAGCCAAGTATCTCTTTTTTGGCTTGATCCGATGGCAACAGACTGTAGTCCTTGAGCGTAATAGTTTTGGCATAATTTTTGCCAGAATCGCTCATGATATTTTCGTCGAAGCCGATGGCTATAATGGTGTTATAAATTGTAGTAGTGCTTAACAAATATTCTACTAATGATTGATCAGGCTGGGTTGTTGATGTCATGATGTAATATGAAGGGCTGACAAAGAGTTTGCGGTTTTCCCAGAATCATCTTAGTCAGCTTACACTGCTAGCGCAAAACTTGCTATATTTTTGTAGCTACTTCAGAAATGAATCATTAGGTGCAAACATGCCATAGTGTCGTTGGGTAATGTGTGCTTCTGCTTCGTGGTAGGTCATTTTGTGAGCGCGCATCAAGTAGGCCCATGTGACAACCGGTGATCTGCTTACACAATGGTTGCAGTGAATGAGAACGATGCCCTTGTGTTCGTTGTTGATGGCAGCGGTTATGAATTTGTAGACTCGTTCGAACCATCGACCCAAATTTTGACCTGGTTGGTCTTTGACGTAGATGCGCAAGTATTGGACTTTGGGATGAGTGGCAGTTGGTTGGTCAGGACTATCGAGAATCGAAACCATGTGTGTGATGCCCAAACATGCTACAATATCTTTGTTGTCTGCAACTTCTTTGTCGCTCAGATAAACTTGGTCTGTGATGTGATTGAGGAGCATGTTTCTAACAAAACAAAAGAGAAGGCTTCGGACAAAACGAATTTTTCTTTTGCTAAAAAAACATGTTATTACAATCCACGAGCACGAAACACTCTTACAATCTTTTTGAGTTGGTTCGAGTAGTAGGCCGTGATGTAATTTTTCATGTTGTTGCCTTGGTTCGATTTTATCCACTCGATGCGCGTGAGATCAGGACTGCGCCAGCGAACCAAGAAGCTATCCTCCTCGACTGAATGGGCCATGAAACCTTCCATCACATTTTTGGATGTGGTTGGTTCATCATATTCGGACTTGAGGTCATCTAGACTGGGGAGTGGTGGCTTTGTGCTATTATTGCTGTCGGCGGTGGTCATTGAGAAGGGGTTTTGTGTTTGGATATACGGAGCAAACAAAAAATCAATTATTTCGCCTTCTGTCTTTTGTGTTACCGTTATGGACAACATATTACAATTCTTGAACTCAAAAGTAGACTCTGTTGGCTAGCCAACAATAGCACAAGAAGAATTGTCTGACGAATTAGACATTGACTATGAGTTGAGACCGTTGAATACAAGAGATAGATTCCAACAGTTGGTCAAAAAGTTGTAGAACATTCAGCCAAAAGAAAATGCCAAAATTATTGAATTGGTATATCCATTCATCATGTAGTCTCATCCTTGGTTTTCACCATTTTCAAGATAGGTTGCTTTGATGTGTGCAGAATAGATGGTCCATGTTTTACAAGCCAACAACCAAAATCACGAATTGCTCATCAATACCGCCACTCTTTGCCAAATGCTTACAGAAGCAGCTTACGATGCACTTCAAATGAAAATCTATGGTGCAGTTCAAGATCAAAAATTTGTTGATGACACATCTGAACTCATGAACGAAGTGTTCAAAATCATTTAGGACATCGAACCAGAAGCAACACTAAAAGTATCTCATCCATCAAGAGATCTTTCAATCTTTGCTGCCAGATTGAACATTGCCATTGACTTGTTTCGGCTGCTCGATAGACCTTTTAGCCACCTTGAACATTTGCAACAAATGGCCAAAGATACAATGAGTACATACATTGCTCAAAATCCTGTAATAAATGATAATTGAACATTTTTTTATTCAATAGCACTGTACATCTGTGATAACCACTTTGGCAACTCACTCAAATACATTTTCGTGAGTAAAAGTATTTTTTTGTTGATAGCAAATTGTATGTTACACAAAAAATTCTACTTTGGTCAAAATTACAAAAAAATAATTTAGAAGCCACCCTTGTTGCTAGAAAACATAAAGAAATATGGCTCTGCCTGCTTTTTGGACTCTTCAATGAGTTTCTTTCGCTTTTCCGGATCGCCGAGCATGGCAGCATCTTCTTCATCCTCCAGTAAAAAACTCATGTCCAATAACTATTCGATGGTTGATTGCTTGTTTTTGGGTTCACTTCCTTGATGTTGTTCGGACGACATGATGCAAAGAGGGGTGCTATTGTTGTTGGTTTTTGTCCGTTGGTGTCTTTGAGTTTACCATTTTCTTTACAACATTACTATTCAACTACCAGAAACATGCCCCGATAGCTTAATTGGTGACGCACCAGATTTGTAGGTTCAAGTCCTTCTCGGGACAGGCGTGTGTGTGGTTGGCTGCACTTTTTATTGTGCGCCACGTCTCCAAGTATTTCGGACTCGCTAATCCTGCAACAGTCTATTGACCACTTTATGCTGCTCATACTATATTGCTCCGTTAATGGCTGCGTTATTATTTGCAGCAGGGTCAACTCGGGGGTCCAAAAGCAACCTTTCAATCATGTCCAGGCGGCCGTAGCCACACGCATTTTGAATGGCTTTGTTATTTTGTGCAGCAGGGTCGACTCTGGGGTCCTAGAGTAAACGATCAACTATTTCTACCGTGGATGTTCTGGCTAGAGTACGAATAATAACATTGTCATGTATGCCGGGGTCTACTTTTGCCAACATTTTTTGGATGCTATAATGACTACCAAATCGAAACATACTTTCAAATGCTTTTTCGTCCATAGACCATATGTCGATTTGACTATTATCTAGGATGTAGTCTACAATATCGATATAACCTCCAGTTTCCATACCTGCGAAACACAGTGCTGTTAGAGCGTCTTCTCTCAGTTTTGTGATTCCCTAATTTTGTTCAATGTAATACAGCAATCGTTTTACTACTTTAGAATTACCATCATGCGAAGCATAGCCCATCAATGATGTTTCGAAATAATGCTCAATATAGTGGTCATTGATGTCAACTCTTGGATCGCTCAACAGCAAGTCCAAAATTTCAACTTGGTCAGTTATACACGAGTAGTAGAGACCATGATAGTTGATCATTCTAAAATCTACTCTTGGTTTCTACAATGAAGATGCTAGCAATAGTTTTTTCATGAGGTTTACGTGACCTTTCATAGCTGCATGCTAAATAGCTTTTTGTGTGTAGACAATATGCTGTTCGGCAACTCGGTTCCATTGCTTGTTGACCAGTTGTATCCGATGAACAAGTGTTGGTGTATCCAAATGCACAAAAATGCGGTCCAAAATTTCGTCAATGTGGGCAATTTGGGAGAGTGCAGTTCTCATAATGTTGTAAAAGCAGAAGAAGGTATTGAATAAAAAAATATTTTGTCGCGTCGACCAAAAACTTGTTTTTTCCAATTGCCAAACACCCATGAACGTCATCAACGAACCCCAACCACAACTGCTTCCATTCCACATTCGCAAAAAAGTCTTGACATTTATTGCACCAAAGGCAAAAGAAGGCAATGACCTAGAATTTGGCTACTTCAAGGACGTAGAAAGGCATCGATGTTGTTGATGGTTGCAGTCCCTATGGCGCAAGCACAATTGCAGGCGGCCTTGGTCATCGTTTGCCTTCCGAAGTTGAACTCGAAGGAGCCAGGTTTAGGGCAAGTATGTGGCAGAGATTGATAACAAGTTGGCTTAGTAATAAAAAAATAATTACTTTGGATTTACATATTATTATTATTCTATGTCGTCATCGGCAGATGCGAGGCATTTACAAATACAGTGACCTCCAAATTGCCTTTCACAATAGGCAACCTTGTCGATTGAGCAGCATACATGACAAAAACTATTATTGTCACCATCGCAGCTGCAACAAGCAGTATGTTGTGCAATGACGATCGTTGTCATCAGAAGAAGGATGATCGAAGCTATTATTGTAAGAAAGATGGCGCGCTACATGATATAGGGTTTTTGTTTTTGGCAAAAAGTAGATCAGAAAGCAAGATAGAGAGAGCGATCCAAAAACCCGAAAGATAACATTCTCCACAAAAGTAAAATACTTTTCAAATATATTCGAATTACCATTTGGTGCTGCCAACACGTATTCCATAATTGTTACACATGAGCGTAGCAACGTAACCATCCTGCCCAATGTAGTTGTTGCTCATGTCTATTTCGTGGATGATCAGATTGTGATTTGAGACATCGCAGATTGCCTTGCAGCCCTAGTCTGTGATGATGTTATTTCTCATCTAGATGCGACAGACGGTTCTGTTGGATAGGGCGAGAGCATTAGCTATGCATTTGACTCCCGAGTCTCCGATGCCACAGTTGTTGACCTTGAACTTGCGCAGCTGATTGTTTGTCCTGAGACAGTTAGCAATGTGTTTGGCTCCTTCGTCTCCCAGATCATTGGACGACAGGTCGAGCATAAAGATGGGCGGCGCATTGTCTGCTGAACACAGAACATCAGTAAGCAAGCGGATTCCATTGCCAGTAATTTGGTTACCCGAAAGATTCAGGTCCCAGATGCCACAGTCCTTGTTCTGTAACAGTGATACCAACTATACGAGACCCTAATCTCCAATCTCTTGACTCGACAAATCCAACTTGTGCAGGCAAAGATTCCTGTAGGCAGCATCGAAACCGGTGTCGTCCATAAAATACTTGTGAAGCAGCTTCAAAAATTGGTTTCGTGGATCGGATTCTGCAAGCTTAAAGGTTTTAGTCTATGGACCATCGTCTGCCAATGGAGGTGCACTAGCTTCCGGATATATGGACTAGTCGGTCAACAGAGGTGTGGTTTCAGTGGGCTAACACTGGAAGAATGGACTTTGACACTTCTTTTCATGCTCTTCAATCTTCTTCTCCATGGCAGCTTGGCGAATGTTGAATTCATCGTACAGATGCTGACAAATTCCGCTAACAGCATTTACGCTGGTAAGCACAACATCCATTGCTGCTTTGGTTCCATCTCTTTCGATTTTTTGCTGAACAGTGTTTCTGACAGCATTACCTACTTCTTCAATTCTGCCCTATTGAGAAGCTAACCTGAGCCACTTGTTGTAAACTTCATTGTTCAAGGGCTACATTTCGTGGCAAGACTTGAGTTCCTTGATGCGCTCATCTGGCGTCTACAGCAACTAAACCAACTAAAGCGCATAGTCAACATAGTCCTTCTTGGTCGTACTAACATCTCTAAGACCACGAAGCGCAGTTATTTGGCTGGCAGTATCAAGTCGACCATAATTCAATGCATTCTGATAGGCAGACTTGGCAGCATCAAACTTGCCAATCATTCGATAATAGTAACCTGCACGAGCATAATAACCCGAAACCTTTTTGCGATGCTCTTCGTCTGCAAAATCGTGGTCAGCTGCATATTGGGCCAAATGCATATACGCTTCTGCTGCCATTTCAGCCGATTCTTTGGCACTGGGTATCAATTCGCTACGATGATATCTGCCACCAAACTGGTCAATGGTCAACGCCTACAATTCTTTGCCCAATTCAATTGTTGCCGTAGCTACTTCCAAGACAATCTTTTTCTTTTCTTTTTCCAGTTCATGGTCCGATGCTGCTTTGGGCTCCAATTCATTGCGTCTGCGAGACTTGCCCAGCAAACCACAGAACCACCAAGACATTAGTATGAACAAACAGATTGGCAGGTGATGTAGAGAATGAGGATTTGTTTGTTTTGGATACGGACAGAGTACGCGAAGTAAAGCATGATCAACAAAATATCGCGGGTACACGCATTATTTATCAGACTTATGTGCTAACAAGTTACCATAAGATCTCTTACTAGTCCAATAGAATAGCTTTCTGGATAAGGTCCATTCTCGCTACGATTCAACCAAGTCGGCCATCACCAGTTCAAAAATCTGCCTAAACTTTTCGACCGGCATTTTCAACGCATTGGCCCACCATTCAAAGTCTTGGTCGCTGCTGACTAGTTTTCCGCAAAAGGTCATGAATGCTAATGTGCCCTGATTCTTTTCGTATACATATTTCACTTCGTCGGAAACAGTGCCGCCCTGCGTCGAATACATGAATTTACGTGCAATCTCCAAGAATTTTTCGTCCTGCGATATGGCAACCATTGCACTTGTACATTGACTACCGTGACAATTCAGATACCATCGAATCAGCAAACATATGCAACAATGCAAATGTTTTTCGCGTCTTTCTGCATTGTAGTGTTTAGGATGATTGGACAGCACTTGCAACAGAGCAAGAATGTAATCCTCCGGCAACGTGTTCCTCGAAAATTCATGACCATAAGAGACTCCAAAATCGCTGGAACAGTCGTGAAGCAAGGAGTCTGCAAGTTTGTAGTGCTATTCCAACAAGACATCGAATTGTTGCGCTGCCTCTTCCGGACTGCTGCAGCCGGTTCCATGGAACCTAATGGTCGAACCTGTTCGACTGCAGTTGGACGCGTCCAACCCTTTGCATCTATCGGTGCTACTGCAAGTGGTGGTTACATTTTTGACAAAGTCGATGAGTTTTTTCTGACTTTTGATGATACTGTCGTCAACGATTTTTTTGAATGGGTCGGGTTCTAGTTGGCTCATTGTTGGTGTGTTGAGAAGTGTGAGAAAGGCTGTGCTTGGCAAATAAAATATTTTTCGTGCGAATTTACTTTTTTGCTGCAATTTCAAAATTTGATATCGTTGGTCTGAACACCTGCCAACACTTTTTGGGTAATAATTTTTTCAGATTGGACTTGCACCTGCTTTTCTTGGACCTTACCCTTTTCGGTTTTGATGGCATAAACCTGACAGCAGCCATAATTGTATCTGATATGACCAACTTCATAGGTTACATCAGGTTCCATAATGACGCCTCGCTTAAAGGATAGCAGGCCCAATTCTTCGCACGATGCTTCTTCGCCCATTTCGATGCGATCCTGAACATACTCGGTGCGGTCATATTTCTTTTGATCATCATGCTCCATCCAGTCGGCCAGTTGATCTTCGGTTTCGAAAATGTCATCAATAATCAAGTCGCCCTTGACAATGTTGACGCAGCCGGTGAATGTGTAGATGGGCATAGTTGGTGAACAGAAAAAAAGTTTTGTTCCTTGTTGTTTGTTCTGTGCATCAAAAATCGAAAACTTGTTGTAACAAAAAGCTGCACCGCTCAGAAAAAAATAATATTTGTCTCTCCTTTGCCACCAGAAAAATGCCTCGTTTTTACTTGCACCAAATACTAACAGAAGTAAGAGGCAGTCCAATGGCCGAACTGCGTAAACACATTGCTGACAATAACGTCAATAGTATGAAGCGCATCGTCGACGCAGATGATAACATTCGCATTTCAGATTTGGAAATTCTCTTGGCTGCTCATCATAACAGCTTTGATGCACTAGTATACTTACTCGACACATTCGACATTGAACCAACACCCGAAACACTTGAAGTTGCCTTTCAAAACAATGCATTCGAATGTGTTGCCGTTATGGCAGGTTGGGGTGGTTGTTATTTGCCCACTCTTGTTAGAGTATATCTGGATAGAGCAATCAAAAATGAACTATTTACTGACGAGCAGCGTAGATCATTAGGTATGAACCCTGATATTCCACATGACAAATTCGAATTAATCAGATATTTTGTTGAACAACACAAAGTATTGCTACTCAGTCCGTTGGAGATGATAACAAAAGCACTTGCTGAGATGAGAATAGACTGGTTAGTTACCTATCCCAAATAGGCATGTCTAATTGAACTAATCGACTATTACATGTCAAAGATTGACAGCACAAACGAAAGCAACATTGTTCAACTGTAGCAACTTGTTCGATGTTTATTTTTTGGTAAGACAGATTGGTTCGCAAAGTTGAAACCCTTTTTGAACAAGTCTCTTGCAAACGATTTTTAGATTATTTCTGAAGTTGCCAAGTGTTATGACTGCTATAACAACAAACCCATTGCAGATTTCGAATCCACAATAAATTTGTTGTTTGAACACAAGTTGGTTGTCGATCCAGTATTCGACGAAAAAAGTGGACGCGATATATTGAAGAACAAGCAAGCCAAATTCTTGGAGTTTTTGTTGGATGCTCACCGTATAAAATGCAACAACATCTTTATCTGCATGTGCAATGCTGTGGAATATGGTTCATGCGAATGTTTGGGGGTGTTGTTGAAGCGACATGGTCATACATTGAACGAATACGAAAAACAAAGTTTGGTTTATAGTGCTTTTACCAGAGGAGACACATACGTGTTGAACCAAATTCGCAAATATTTGCCACCGCTTCGACTGAATTTCAAAAACTTGTTTGAAGAATATGATGAACAAATTAGCCACGATCTGCTATGTGCGATTGACAATATCAAAAACGCAGACATCGAAATTACAGGCATCACTGAAGAAGTACAGAACCGAATACGTGAACTGAAAGAATCCATCGACAAATTGTATCAAAATTATTACAGAGATGATGAACCCATCTTAGACATTGAAAACGAATTGGAAATTGGCGACAGAGTAGAACTGATAGTCACAAGTACAGCAGACTTTGAAGATTCTGACGACAAAATTCTCTTTCACCAATTTTGTTTGGCCGAAAAGTTCAAGGGATGCGACAGATTGCGACTTAAAGTTGAAAAGCAGCTTGTAAACGCATATTCTGAAGAATGGCCCGATAGTTGTAGAAAAATGTTTGTAGATACTTCTGATGGTTATTTGGTGGTAATTCCTCCGGGAGATGGAGGATGTTTGAATTGTGGAGGCGAGTATAAGGCAGTATTGTATATGTTGGTTCCAAAGGACAATGAGTCTCAATAAAAATTGTTTACATGTAATATTACTACTACAATGCAAGATTACAATTCAGCGTCGTCCTTGTTGCGATTTTGCTTCTTTTTGGTGACAACACTCGTGAGAACCTCCTTCTCAACTTCGCTGGCTGGAACCTTTTCCATGCCGAAGCAATAGCAGGTGCATCCGTGACCCTAAACATACTAGCAACCACCTCCAGACTTGCCCAAGAATTGACAGTGCTCGTTACAGCCAATGGCAACACAGTGTTCGCCGCCCATCTGTTGACACGTAAGACTGTGTGCGCTCTAAACGAAAAGAGCAACGAAGGCGATCAGGAGAACAGCCAAAATGGTGGTCTTGGTCATTTTTTTGTTTCAGAGGAAGGGGATGTGTGTTTGGTTGTTTGAGTTTGTATTTTTTTGGTTGCGCAACGGTTACCCGCGATTGCGATTACAAATCCTTGGCCAAAAGATATATTAGTCCCAATGTTTTGGCTTTTGGCTTTTTGCTTTGGCAGCCTTTATCTTCTGTTCAGTCTTTGAGGTATGATGACCAAGCATAAAGATTTCTGCCTCTTCCATGAACGGATGCTCGTCGGTAAAGGATCTCAGGATCGCCTGTTTCCTCAACTTTTTGCGCAAATCTACTTTGGCATAAACAACGTCGCTCTCTTCTCTAGTCCTGTCAGTATGCCACCACCATTCATGCGACTCAAATCGAGCGACCCAGAGATGAATGGTATAAATGCCGCGACTGACCAGCTGCTACTTGTAAGGCCCGATACTCGCTACCAGTTTGTTCATTTCCCACTCAAGTGTGGTTCCTTTTGATACATCCGCAAACACCGAAACTACAGCGATGGGTATCTAGCCTTTGATGAAAACATCTAACCAGCTGATATTGCGTATAGCGACATGTCGATAGAGCAACACAGGTGCAGATGAACCCTAGCCTTTTCGTCTGCCATACAAGTTTTCAATTCGCTATCCAGAGTATATGAATTTGTCAAAGTAATGATGCTCAACATGCATGGGTGTAAAGTCCAGAATTTGAGCAACAATTTCGAGCGGCACAAGTTTGAGATCAGGAGTCGGCTACAATTCCTACTCTGCCTGCCGCTTTTTCAGAATGACTTCAGCCTTTTGTCTCTTTGTTTGCTATTCTTTGATGCGAAGAGACAGAGTTGCTTGTGCCGAAAGACGTAGTTGCTAGCGATTGAGAGGCATGTTTTGTCGGGTGAGCAGGCAGGCGAAACTCGTTTTTTGGCATGGTAGGTTGCGCGATTCATCATTGTTCAAGCATAATACAAACACAAAACAACAAGTATTACATTTCTCTCTGAACAGAAAGCAAATATTCACTTCTTCTTGTGATCTTCAGAGGTTGGACAGTCCTAGAAATTCTGCTTTGGTCAGCACCCTTCTTTCACTGAAAACAAAAAAGTTTATTTTCTGATCAAAGCGCGCACACTCCTCTTTTCTATGGCAACAATTCAATCAACGTTGCCTCTTCCGCCTGATAAACCTCCTCCTTCTCAGGTTTAGTTATCATTGATCATCGATGCACAGGAGTAGGCGAGGGTCAGAGCGCCTTTTTGGAGTTAGCAGAAGAAGAGCGCGATTTATGATCATTGTTGGCTGCCTGCTGAGTCAGTGTTAGAGTATGATACCATTGGTGCTGCTTCTGATCAGTGGTTTCATCATGTTAAGATGACTATGAAGCAGACAAAAGCAGATGAGAATGGTGGCAGTGGTAGTGGCGACGAAAATAACGAATATATAACAACTGCTGATCAGAGCCAGCAAACCGTCAGCTTCAAGTATCATCTATCGCAGCGCGCCTAGAAGCAAGTCACCGATCGTATCGAAGAATAGAAAAAGAAGGATGCCAAGGGTGCCAAGTTGCGTGAGGCTAAGAAACGCAAGAGAGGCACTCGTGCTGAGCAAGCTGCTAGAAAAGTCGCGAAGGAATAGGAGCAGCGCGACAAGCAATAGTAGCAGACGCCGAAACCACCTCCTGCTAAGAAGATGAAGGTTTAGTAGCCATCTGGGTCCAGTGCGGCCGCTGCTGCGTCAGGCGATCAGGACTATGACGATGAGGTCTATGAAGAGTAGCAAATGATCACGGTGACCAAGACTATTCGGCTTCATTTGACACCCAAGAAGTCCAAGTTTCAAAGGGACTTGATGAAGCAGAAGGTTTAGGGTGTTTCTGGAAAACTCAAGAGGAAGTAGACTCGAAAGTAGCGTAGAGAAGACAGGAAGGCCGGCAAGCAACCCAAGGAACCCAAGAAGTCAATCAGTGTGAAGCAGAAGCTGCGCCAGTGGATGGGGTGCGCTAGGCATACTTACAATTGGGCTCTGAAATTGATGGATGAGAAGATGCAACGCTGGGACGAACTGGTCAAAGAGCAGCAGGATCGTGATCTTAGAAGATGGCAAGAAGAGCAACCGGATTCGATGGACGAGTCTGATGATTCTGGCAATAGCAGTAGCGATGAGGATAAAAATCAACAGGAAAGTATCAGCAATAGACCACCCGATGACGATATTCTCAAGGAACTCTAGGAATTGAAAACCAGAATGTATTCGAAAACTGAATTGTAGAAACTGGTAGTCAATGTAGAGGCGGTTGAGGCGGCCGGAAAGGACTGGCTTCTTAGTACGCCTGCGAAGGTGCGGTAGGGCGCTGTTGATGATTTGTTATAGGCGTACAAGTCCAACTTTGCCATGTGGCAGAAAAATAAGAAGCATCGGTTCAAAATGAAGTTTCGCAGCAAGAAGGACCCCCTGTAGAGCATTCGCATTGATACCTAGGGCATCAAGAATATGGTGATTTACCCAGAGTATCTCTCAAAGGAGCCTATTCGCACATCGAAGAAGCAGAAAAAGCTGGCCCGACAACTTACATCACCGCTCAAGAAAGATGCTCGTTTGGTGGTCGATCGTGTAGGACGCTGGTTTCTTCATATACCAGTTCAGCAACCTGTCGAAACCCAAGACAGGTTTCCGTTGGAAAGGGAAGGTTTGGCAGCAATCGATCCTGGTGTCTGTGCATTTTTATCTTACTACAGTCCCGATCGCCAAGTGGCTGGCCAAATAGGTGTTCAATATGATCGTGATATGCTATTCCGTCTCTGTGAACTGTTGGATGACTTAGTGAGTCGAATGTACAAGGCCAAAGGGAAACCGCTGGGACCCGACTCGGAAAATATTGGTTCACGTCGTCGTCACAAGATGAAGAAGGCAGAGCATCGTCTCCGAATCCGCATCCGTAATAAGGTCAAGGACATCCACCACAAGGCTGCTCACTTCCTGACCACCCATTTCCGCTACATCTTGCTGCCCAAATTCGACGTTTCCAAGATGACCAAGAAGGAAGACGATCAAGGCAACCGAAGAATCCTCCGTAACAAGAGTGTGCGTCAAATGCTGACCTGGTCCCATTACCGCTTCCGTCAAGTGCTGCTCCATCAGGCTCACAAACGCAGCTGCAAAGTGCTGCTCTGCCAAGAAGACTACACCAGCAAAACCTGCGGTCGCTGTGGTCGCACCTACAAAGTTGGCGGAAGTCGAGTCTTTGAATGCTCCACCTGCCACTTCAAAGCAAACCGCGACATCCAAGCAGCCCGCAACATCTGTATCAAACATCTGTCAGTTTTATAATTTATTTACAACCCCAGTGTGCCGAGTAGTGCCACTCTGCTGTTTTGCGTAAGCGAAATAAACTACTAACTAGTGTCGGTAGCTGAATCAATGTAGCCGGTCTTGACGTGAATGTCACAGCACTGAGGTGTAGACTATGAAGATGATGGGTTCATGGTTGGTATGGGGTATGGCGTGATGAGGTTTGGTTGTAGTAGCGCGAGAAGATCACTGAGCGGGTAACAAAATTTATCTTTCAGAATTCGAATTGTATTTTGTCACCAACCAACTTGCTCATAGACTACAATTTTTCAAAAGCATTGGTCAACAAATTTTGCAAATAAAATTTAGCCCCTGTTATCGTTGCCTAATTTTTCGGGTGGCAGTGGTCCAAAAAAACAAAACAAAAAACACCAACCAACCCCCTTTCTCGTTCACCCTTCACCCTCAAAAAAACCATGCAATCCGTCACACAACCCACTTCCAGCGCTGCCCTCAAGGCTCTTCAGGGTTATTCAACCCACTATGCACTACAGAGTAGCTAGCTATAGCCGATTCTTTAGAATCCAATCGTCGAACCTGTTCGACTGCAAAAATTCCAAAATAATCATAGTCTATCTAAGGGTAGCACCACACCTGCTGAACACAAGAAACTCACCATAGACGAACTTATTCGCAAAGATGAGAAAATGCGTTGTATCAAATACGTAGTTGCACATCTGCCAGTAGAGAAACTTGGTGTTGCGGTGCCAATAGTTGACGCAGTTTTTAATGTAGTAATACATCCGCTGATAGAAACCATTGTTGAGTACAAATAGTAGCATCCCACCGACAATAGCATGTCTAATGATTTACACATGATCAAGTTAGCCGTCAATGATGTGTACCTCTATAGTCATTTGTTGTAGATATCAAACAACTACATGTATCATGTTTACCAAAAGCAGATGAAACTGGAACAGGCAAATGAGTATCTTGCTTCAAAACTGGCCAGATTTGGTGTGACCAAACAAGAAAGCGAAGATTTGTCGTACATTTTGCAGTGCGGCCACGATTACACGGACCATCTCGACTTGTTGTTATTTAGAAATATTACTGTCAACGACGACGTAACACAATCGGCGCATAGTATGATTTATAAATTATTACCAAAAGCACCGAAAAATGACGATAGCGTAGCGAAATCTGCTTAGAATACAAATGAATAGTAGTAGCAACAATAGTAGCAGCCTAAAAAGCGAGACCCACACGTTGCATTGAAAATGTATGTGTCATTCATGTTGGGTTTTATGCTTCTTCGAATGACCAAGGGTGCCCATGCCGGTCATATACATGTCGATACGACCCAGACAAAGACCGAAAGAATGCTTAGTTAGTTGATAATGAAAGCTAGTAACGCGTTGAAGCCCAAGGATTAGAGCAATGATCAATAGGAGTAAAAATAGAAGCAGCCTCGTTTTTTTGTACATTTTTTATTTGTTTTGTTTGACCAGTGTGTAAACCAAATCTGTTAATTCGCAATTGTTGAGACTGTACAATGAACCTCGAATATTACAGTCTGTGCACGAAATATGCATCTTGGTTTCTGTTCCACGCACAGAAAATACTTCATGCAACTTTTGTTCCAAAGTGACAAAATCGCTTACATGCCAAAAGTATCCTCGATAGTCAATTTTGTTCAGAGACTTGACTTTGGCAAACATGTCGATTAGCTTACACAAGTCAACTCCAGTCGGGCTCTAATCATCCACTATAACTTTGTCACCCAAATGTTTGTGCAAATCTGGACGCTATACTACTTTTTCCAAGATGTTATATTCTACACGCTACTCATTTCTGTAACAAATTGGAAAAGCATGTTCCAAATAGGCATCTACACATGCTTTTGTACAATATGAATATGGTGTATTCAATGTAAACTAGCACTAATATGAAAACGTTGGAACAACCAATTTCCAAAAATCAGGTTGCTCAAACAACTATATATCTGGGTTATTCCAGTCAGCTGTACATGTAATATAAATACCAGATATGGGACACGAAAACTTTTGACGCTGTTTTGGCGTAATGCCCGACAACAAGTCGTAGTAGTCTCTGCCTACGTGAGGTTCGCGTGAATCTATGATAAGTTGACATATTTCAATTTGATGAATCAACGGACATGTTGCAACATCTTTGAGGCGCAAAAACAATTCGCGGTGCTCGATAGTATTCGCTAACCGATTGTAATAATACGAGCAGAATACAGAAAATTTTACATTTTTGGGCCATGGTTCGTAAATATTTTCTATTTGTTTCATGAACATGTTGATGCCTTTGATGCTAAATGGTATATTACGTTGTATAATGATGGTCTATTTTGGCATGCATTGCGCAAACCTTTTCAATTTTTGTTCAATGGGCTTTTTTAGTTCTGTATGCAAGTATATTGTAATCGTTTTGGATTTGCTCAATAAATGGTCAGATAGTGAATCAATTGGCTCATCTTCTAAATTAGTCCACGGATAGAAATTGTGAATACGATAGATGGTTCGTGTTGGATCGGACAGAAAGTATCCGTAATTGTGCAAAGACTGATGGTCGACTGTGTCCAAGAAGGAAAGTATTTCTAGGCGCAGATTGTGATTGAGTTGTTGAATGTGTTGTGCAGAGTTGTCGACAATGGTAGTTGACATGTTGTGTTTTTGGTGTTGTTGTTGGTATGCTGGTCGAAGAGAAGAAAGAGCAAGAAGCAAAAAAATAAATTTGAGTCGTTAAGTTTTGAGTTGGCTCCAAAAATTTTTGTCGAAGCCAAACACTTTCAGAAATAAATTTTGCTTCTTGCTTCTTCTTTTACTTTCAAACATGTACATGTCTCGTATAGTTGTAACCGTGGCAAATGCTAAACAATCTCTATACATCTATCGGACCTGCATCTCTTAGCACATGCAAATTCAACATAACATTGAACTGCTGCATAGAGTATGAGTATCTGGTTATATCGTCGCCACGAGTAACATAAATCTTTTCCCTCTTGCTGATTCTTCTCCTACTATATTTGCACCGGGAAAGGATATTGTTCATGATACTCTACGCTTGTTCCAACTAAATAGGACCCCAAGTAACGATGCTCAAAGATGCATCATTCAAATTGTTTCGTACAAAGTCACACAATGCCGCCAAGATTTGGGCAAATGCGACATAGATCTGCACTTTGTACTTTTTGCTAACATCTGCGTACAAATTCACGGGCGACGATCGAATTTCAAGAGATACTAAATTGGGCAAGATGTGCGTAAAGAATCGAGCGGATATGTTGTCTGCCAACTAGCACAGACCTTTCGTGCCGCCAACAATCATCGTCGTATCCGTCAAGATAGTGCATGTTCTATCTAATATGGTGTTCCTATAGAAATGTGAGTCATATCTGAATTCGGCATATCTTAACTTGCTGTACTAGTCGGGGAAATAACAATCAACTGCCTAAGCCTGCTCTTTCGACACTAACTGCAATGCAACATTTCTTTCGTCATTCCTGTCATTTGTATACACACTAATCAACATGCGCGCACCTTTCAAATAATCATACATATTGGCTATCGATCTAATGCCAACTGAAACGGTTACATAGTTCCAGTTGATGGCGTGTGATTCCAATTTATTGGCCACAGTTTTGAGATTGAAGTCGCCCATAAACGTAAATACGTGCAAAGGTACGTATTTTTGGGGACGGTCATGCTATGCAATGTGAATCAAGTCCAACAAACATGATAGTTGTCGCAACGTGAGCGGCTTTATCAAAAAGTCATCACTCTGCAGTATGACTAATGCCTATACGCCTGGACAGCGAACCAATTGTTTGAACTTTTCAATGTTGGTCGACTCGGATTTGAAGTGTACAGAGACGGTAGGGTACACGAGCATGATGGTTCGCGTCGGATCGTCTCTGAAGTAGCCAAAATGCTATCGGACCAAATTCTTGCGCTCAGTCTGACACATCCATGGAAACAAATACGATAGTATGTAAATGCGAATATCTTTGGGTGTTTGAGCGATGAGTGTTGTGTTCATGGATGAGAAGAGAAGAAAAATGAATAGAGCCGGTTTTCGAAGATTTGGATCTTGCTTTCTGAAAAGATCATCGCGTCAGCCGCCCGCCATGGACCCTCGAATCAGCCAGCTGCCCTTTGATCTGCGTCTCTCTATCTTTGACTTTATGCCTATTTACGGCTTTGCACATGCAACGAGCATCATTCGTTAGCATTTTGGTCGGTTCAGAGACGATCCTATTCGTAGAATTTACATGATGATGCGCAATGTGGAGGTCATGGTTCGCGGCGGCAAGATAAGCGAGGACCGAGTAAAATATCTGCTGTCGAAAATCATGTCGCTCGTTTCGAACCCTCATATTAGATGCTTGATATTGATGTTTGATGCATGCTACTTGGTCAATATCACAGACGAAGAGAGAGATATAATGTTGCAGCTAGTATACATGTGTCAAAACGTGAGACCAAAGTAGTTGGTGCCTCTTTTCGTTACCATAGAATTTCGTGTTGCAAATCTTACATGCCTTGACAAGTATGTTTGGTCAATAGATTGGAAAAGAGTATCGATTGTGTGTAGTCATAGAGCATGTAGCAACGTGTGGGAATCGTTTGGACCGTGCAGAATGTATTGCATCACATCCATGTTTCCTCCAAACGACTGGTATAACATTATTTGCTATGCCGATACAGAAGAAAAGGCTATTTTATTGTCTGCTTTGGTTGAAAATACGTACAATGATGATGTGATTGCCAGTGCTTGTGCCGCAGAGTGCAGATTTAGGCATGACCATGGTTTCTGCAAAAAGTATTTGATGGCAGGTAAATGTAGTCACTTGAGCCAGATAACTATTCATGTGGATTATATGTTGTAGATTTAGCAGCTGGAGGATTGGCTTGTTAGTGACTGGGATGACGCAGAACAAAAGTTTAAAAGTATGCCGAGTTTGGTGTATTTCAACATCGTTGTCAATCCACTAGCGTATTTTCAGGACAATGAAAAAGTGATCTTGTAGTTTTAGCGATTGAGTGAAATGATCATGCTGTTGTGCAAGTTTGCACCCCGTGGTTCGACGAGATTTGCCAGGTTGATACTTGTAGCCTTGAACAATGAGAACGGCACGCAATTGTCAGATTATTAGATATGCTTGTTGTCGAAAAATATTCTCTCTTAGTGTGAACCTGCTATGAGAGTTTTGGGGAATACGAAACCAGTAGTGCTAATTGGTTCGACTACCATGGACCTGTACAGTTTCTCGTTAGCCAACTATATGGTTGAGATCAATATCCACGCACTAAAGGCAGATGTTAGTGTAGTATCTTAGTCGACGATGCGATGCTTGCCGAATTGCTATAGGCTTGAGCAGCGGGTAGTGCTATAAAAAACTCGAATAAAAATATTTTGGACGAAGCGCGAACAAGTTTCGGATCGCACTTGCTTCGCTTCTTGCTTGCCTCATAAAAAAATAAGAAAAGATCGCGACCAACGAGTCGAAAGAATAATCCTTCTCACCATCATTCATTATTACCCTTCTTTTCATTCTTTACATCAACTTCTATCACACCTTGGCATCCATGGACCAGAACCAACCCGCTTAGCAGCAAGACCAACCTACCAAGCAGCAAGACTACGAAGCCAGCGCCGACTATGACACGCCTCCTCAGCCGGAACCTGTTCCCAACGAGGATGACGACACTGCTCCCGATCCTGGCGACTATGACTATGAGTGGAAGACTGGCCACACTCCTAGTGGCGACGATGACAATGACTGATCTCACGGGGTCATTTGCTTCTCCGCCCTTCCATTTGTATTCATCGTTTTTTTGTATATCCATCCTATCCTATCTTCCCGGCCGGCCGTAAAAAAACTTTTTTGACCATACCATCCAATGTTCACCTATTGTCCACCAATTCACACCCTGCTCGAAGGCTTGCGCACCCTATCGTGTGGGCTATCAATCAAATCGACCACGGTCGATACCTCAAATACCACCAATACAATACACTTGAGTCGCGAAATAATTGGCCAAGTCAAACCGAATCACAATGGTTCGATAAGCAATAAATCAATACGCTTGAGTCACAATGGCTCGAACACTTAAACAATACACTGGCAAAAAATGCTGGTTTTGTAGAATATCCAAGTGCACCAGAAATAATGGGCACAAACAATACACAATAAGTGGACAACTGAATTGTATGGCAATAGAAAGCATGTTTATTTTTTTGTCGTTGATGTTGATGATGTATGACATGTCGAGTTCCTTGACGTTGGACACGGCCAACACAACAAAACAACTTTTTTCGCCTCAGCAACCCCCTTCACCCTTCACTTTTCTGTACTTTACCCAACTCAACAACCACTCATGATCACCAATGCCATCGATAGCGCTCTTCAATTTACAAATGCTAAATCGGCAGGGCAAGTAGTGCGCAGGCACGACACAAGAAAGTGCATTCAAGGCTGCAGTTATTGCCACAAATTATCAACCAAAGTCCGCGGCTGTTCAGGCTGTGGCGTCTGCTACTACTGCGATGAGCAATGTCGCAACAAGGCATGGCCCATACACAAATTTTATTGTCGCAAAGGCGTAGCCAAAGAATACGAGGCAAACTATGCGACTGCCATTGCTCTCAGAGACATCATACTCGATAGTCCCGAATTCGGAGCCAAGTTTATCATCAGCTTTGGAGCCATTCTCGTCATGGACATTATAGTCAGCGACCCCGAAAAATCCAACTCACCCAGCGATGCCCGTTATGTGCTGTTGACTTTTCCTCGCATCAAAGACGACAAGAAATTTAGGATCATCTTCGTCAATTAGCAACTCAATGAGTCTTGGATCATGAATCTGGACTTTGAGAAAAACAAACATGTAGCAGACGCAATCCATAAGGACATGTTGAAATCGCATGAATACATCACATTGGTGTATGACCATATCATCATGAATCCGGAGGGCAGTGGCAAACTGTGGACCGAAATCAAATTGTTTTGGACCAAGGTGAAAAGGCAGGTCAAGAATGCCAAAAAGCGTACTGAGTCGTAGTTGATTCTGGTTCCCTATGCTGGCAACTATACCTTGTTTTCTCAGTATTACTTGCCATCCGCTGAGAAGAAGTCCAAGATATAATTATTTATTTGTACTTTTTACTTGCCCAGAATTTTTCAAGAATCAAAACTTTTTGCCTTTCACAAAAAATGCAATCCGAAACTAGCAAACAGCAACTTGCTCAAAAGTTACAACAAAAGAAGAGAGAATACGAGCAACTAGAACAAGAATACTTGGATAGTGTTGCAGAAGAAGAAAACACACAACACCGACAAATCAATGATGCTTTGAACCGTCTCTGTAAACGACTTGCAGATGCACCCAAGCCTGAAAAGAATGTTTCGGAGCAGTATTACATGTTCTTATTGTATCCTCATGAGCAAGGCTATTATGAAATGCATGCTGGTGGTTTAATATTGAATGATGACCAGACACTTACATATAGCGAATACAAGGGCTTTAGCAGAAATTCTATGCCCTGTTACCGTTATGTTGTGAATCGCCATGATGTTGAACCCGACGAAGCAGACAAGACACTTTTCAAGCAATATGGTGTCAGATATCGCATCATAATGTGCGGACCCAAAGCCAAAGAATTCAAGAAGCAACTCTAGACAATTCTGGGACAGGTTTAGAATCTTGAGAGGTCATTAAATAATGTTACCAATTACTACTTTGACCAGCAATCCATCTTTGATACCGACTACCACTACTATGACAGACTGGCAGTTCCAGAAAATGATGAACAAGGATTGGTTGTTGTAAAGAAGAGACTCCAAGAAATAGAAGAAAACATTGAAAGTTTCAAGCGCACAAGATTTTCTGTAAATAACGACACAGAATAAATATTTATTGCAGCCGTGGTTACTTTTTAGCAGATTCAACTTTGCGCAACATACAATACACCATGTAATCGGGGTCCCTGTTGTCTTTTTTTGCCCGTGTGAGGATAGATTTTGTCGAAAATGATGCCACAATTTTCGGCTACGTACTTTCCCTCACTGATCACTCGCTATCTATACCATTCGACCACATTTTTACGCCAAGCTGCATCAAATGTGCCTGTTGGTCCAGGAATTCTACACATTCCGTGATCTTCTGGATCAATTCGAATGAAAAATTTGAGCATTCCTGCATCCGTTTGATTTTCGCGCCAGTTATAAGTCAAACTATTAGACTAAAACACATAATGTCGCTTCGAATATGCATGTCGAATGAGTTGATCCAGCAAATTGGTATCAAACAATCCATACAATTCTTCATCCATCTCTCGCACTGCTGCTGTGACCAAGTCAGCATCTCTCGCGTGCTTGACAAAACCAGCAGGGGCAGCAAATTTTAGCGTCTTGTTGTTACGAATCAATTTGATTATGCGAGATCCATCTGTACAGGCAACATTGATGTAAACCTGTATAGAGAAAACAAATTTCGCTACAGGTGGTTTGCAAATAAAAAACTGCGATCTCGACGGACCCAGCTACAAATTGTGCAATGCCATGGCTACCAGCTAGTCGCAATTTGCATGTTGCTCAAAAACTTCTATGCGATCGAGTATTGTCTTGCCAAACGGAAAGTTGTTGATGCTATTTTCGATCTGGAGCCTAGCGTGCTCGTCAATCTTAGTCGACACTGTGACCACAACGGATGATAATGCACTATGTTTTTCCTTGTTGTAATGAGTCTCGATGGCAACAACGTGTGGGAATGCATCTGCGACAAAATCAACAAACTATTGATGATGCTACTCTCTCGCAGCGCTATCGTTGCCATGCAGGTCGAAAAGCACCCACTTTACCTCTCCCAAATATACAATGTATTTGTAGGTAGCCACATGTTTGCGTGATTTGACCTGCGTCCATTCAGAATCGGTGGAGGACGACATTTTTTTGTTTTTTTGACAGCGAAGGGGTGTTTGGCGGTTTGAGAGGAAAAAGTTTGTTTTTTTTGTCTGTCGCCAACTTCCAACACTTGCAAACAACATTTTTTCTCAAACCACCAAACAGCCCGCACACCCTTTCTGACATGGACATTCAAAACCTGCTGGAATCATTTTTAGACTTGTTGACTTTCTCAAAAGATGACGTCAGCATCCCCAAATCAAAATCAAAAGCAGACTTTACATGGCCCAAACATATGCTATGCCCAAAAATAGCACACAGTAAGCAGTTGGCAAAACGGCGCGGCATTCGTCTGTCTGTTGTAGTTCCATACACGGCCAGAGGGGTTCAAGTCAAAAAACTATCATCTCCGAGAAATATCAATGCAGGACGTTGCAGAATGGTGAGAGCGGCAAGAGCAAACCAAGAAGTAGAATATGTGTGTTCGCGCACGCCACTTGCTCCAACTACTCGGCAAAAAGGATGATGACTTTTGTGCGTTGCCAGAAGAATAGGTCAGGAGAAAACCGGTATCGTAAAGTGTACATGAACATTGTATTTTCTAAAAACATCACTTTACTCGCGTTCTTTGAACTGTTCAGCCATGTATTTGACTTCCTCTTTGACCTGCTCAAAAGTCCAATAATGTTTCTGGTTGCCGAACAGTGGTTCAGTCTGGAAAACTTTTCTCATCCTTTCATCTTGTGCCTTGACTGCCATTGTTTCATCCACGGGTGAAATGTCACCCATGTGATGCGTGTCGAAGCCAAACTTGCCATTTTCGCCAAAGGTCAGATCACCATGGACTCTGATGATTTTTTCCAATCTATGGTAGTCTTTGCAAAAGTCTGGATGATTTTCGGGCAGTGTAACATAACTAAAAAAACAAGTAAAAGTCAATAAACAATACCAAAACAAGCAACATGTGCATCAAATACGACACAAACCCGAGCCAAGTCCAATTTCCCTTGTTTCTGATCACTTCGCACTTGTAGCCACAGTGTTCGAATTCGTAGTGATCTTCTGGATGAGCATCAATATCACTGTCCCATACGCCTGGAATAAGTTCATCGCGAGCGAGTTGGTTGCCCATTTTTTTGTGCGTGTTTGTTTTTTTTGAAAGTGATCAGAAAAAAGGGGGTTGAATAGAAATTTTTTTGGAGCAAACTTTTTTCCAAACTTTGACCCCTGCTCAAAATATTTTCAGACCAGCACGCACACAAGAATGTTTCAAGTCGAACAAAACAGTCTCAAAAATAGTTTCAATTTTGCTGCTCTAAGACCAAAGCCAAGACCAAGGCCATAGGAATCTGCAGAATCTGGAATGTCCATTCGATGGGAACACAAATCTACATAAAGATTCAAATCCTTGTAACATGTACAACTTCAATTTTTTAGTCTTGTTTTTCATGTTGTGGACCTTGATATGCCTTTTTGACATAATCAAAAATGTCCAATGAAAATTCCTTAACTTTGTTGATGATGGATTCAGAGTTGGCCGACTACAACAAGTTTCGTTCACGATCTATGATGTCCTGAGCACTCTAGCGCCTGTATTCATTCATAGAGGTGAGTGCAAATATCCATTGTTGTTCCAAATCAATATCCCATTGTTCACTGACCATCAAGTTGCTCAATTCTTCCATGATGATTTGTACGGCATACAGGTCCAAAATTTCGATTGCATTGTTGATATTTGTTTTTGATATCTTTTCGTTGTTACTATTGTCTGGCAATAACGATTCTATTATGAGATACTTGACATCGTTGGTTGCAAGTTGAAACCAATTATTCATCGTCAAAAATGAGTCTGACAATTTTAGTCCATGTTTTTCCAAGATGGAGTTTATTGAACTTTGGCGATTCATAAAAATTTTTGTTGTTGAGAGAAAGTTGGCAATCCAGAAAAATTTTTGAACCTTGCAACAAAGTTTGAATCTCGAAAAAATTTTTGGTCTGCAAATTTGCTCAACTCCAAAAAAAATTTATTTCTGGTAACCACCAAACCATTATGCAACATTACAACACCATTCCCTATCACATTCGAAGACTCATTCTTGCATGGACATTTTCTGCTGCATCGACACCATTGGTTGGCAGGTTCAAGGATGAAGATTGCGGTGACATAGAAATGAGAGAAAGCATTCCTCGATAGTTGTTGCTGATACCGCAGTATTTGGCTCTCGAACCTTGGCAGTTTGAAGAGTTGTCCAAAATCATATTACCACTTATGCAACCATATCATCGTTGGTGTGTTCGCGTCAAACTGACAAAGTATAGTCTACAAACTTTGAATATTGAACCACCAAAATATGGTGCACTATCTATTACAGCCTTTCCGGACAAACATGTCAAATCCTTTGTTTCTAATAATCCTCAACTCGAAACTTGTATAGAATAGGTTACACCCTTTGCACTCAAACCAAAAGTACCAGCAACATTGACAAGTTTTGATGTAAATTATTATGATGAAAAGGATTTACCGTTCAAGCGCATCAGTTGGCCAAGCCTTGATGTTGATATTACTGACGAGTTATTGGTAGACAAAACATTACAATTGGTTCATAAATATGCAGACAGATTCAACCATAGAGTTACACTGACAATGGAAATTGATGCAACACCATAGACAACAAAAACAGGTTTATACGTCGCTGCAAATGTCGATACTATTGTTGGCAGAGTGAAATATATTGCAGAAAGGGTTCCCTTTGCAACGGTGGTTGTAAGAGTGTCGAATTATATTACAGAGTCAAATGCATATACAGAGTATTTGAATCTACTTCGCCATCTCACATCAATTCCTAATGTTGCTGCTATCTGCTTATACGAGCCCCAAATACTCAAATATTATGGAGCGTTGGTTGAAATGGATGACTTATGCAACACAAAACAAGAATTTTTCGCTTGGATTTGGTCCATGAAAAACGAGGTTCATCAATATGGATTTGACATTGCGCTCGATGAACGTTGCTTTAGTGTCGACAACATAGAAGCAACTGTCTCTACCGGTTCTGTGTGGCCTTATGATTACAGGGTTTTGTTTACTCGACACCAATGGGCAATGTAGCCAGGTTATGAACATGCCACCATGGAACATGTCAATTTGACAAGAGTATAAGTATGATAATTATAACAGATACTAGTGTGTTTGTTGTTGAAGAAAATTTGGCAATCCTGTTTTCCGTTCAAGGTGTTTTGAGCAATATTTTTCAAAATTAGTAAAACGTTACAAATATTTTTTATTCACACATTGTTGTTTGATTTTTTCCAGTATAAATTCACTGGCTTAAGTTTATACTGCAAACAAAAAAACAAAACACAAAACGACTCTTTTCTTCTCTTTCATGTCATCAGTTATTGATGATCCTCCGCCTTCTACAGAAGAACTTTCAACTTCTGCAACTTCAGAACAGACCAAGAAGAAGCGCAATGTTGTGAAGAAGTTTGAGGGTGTTTTAGAGTTCGATAGCGAAACTCAATACCAAACATAGGTTGTTACGGTTCGTAAATGCAGCATCAAAAAGTTGTTCAGCAAGGCGCCTTGGTTGGTCGCACCGCTTAAGAAAATGGCCAAGAATATGACTGCTATTGCCAGTATGACCAGCCGTCTTTTGAATTTTCACGTTATTCGGCTCATTGAACAGGATAAGTTGGACAACAATTTCAAAATCAACCAGAGTTTCATTCAAACAACAATATGTTTTACTCTGTTCGTGATGGGTTACAAGTTGCAATCAAAAATGGATACGAAACACCCGGAACTGTTCGATTCGGCAAAGTAGTTCAAGGCATTGTTGTCTCAAAAATTCATTGAAGAGGAGCGATCGTGGTTCAACTTTGAAGTACCCGGTCTTACGTCTTGTTTTAACAGTTTTGCTGCACAACATACCACTTCTTGTTTAAATCATCTGTATGTCAACTTTGAATGTAGATTGGGTAAGTTGTTTCATCTTAGGTTTGATCAGCAATTTCCTTAGATGTCCAAGTACAAACGTAGAAGATATATTGGATACATGTATCGTATACTCTTGACTGATGGCGATTATGTATTCAGAAAGAAGGTCGATAATGATGTACTAGACTTTTGTAACCGTATTATCGAAGAGGTCAAATCGTGGTTTGTATTTCCTAAAACCTCGGAAGCAGCTAGTAGTAACGCCAAACGAAAGGATTTTATTTCCAAAGATTTGTTAGAGAAGTAGCAGTCTAGGTTACTTTCGTTCTACGCGTGGCTCATCAACGAATTAGGCGCGCATGAGAAGAAGCGCTTTACTTTGCTGCCCTAGTGTGACCTGAGAACACGAAACCTCATGGTAGACAAAACATCTGCAGACGCATTGGTCAAGAAGTATGCGCCTCTTAAAGAGACCAAAAAGAAAGAAGATGAAGATGAAGCAATGAATGAAACAGAAGAATAGACTGCTAGTGAAGACACATAGAACAAAATAATAGTGCTTACCAAAGAAGAGTTGCTGGAAAGAATGGCCAACAACAAATTTCCTCTGTGCGAATTGTTAGACCTCAAGTGCGTTGGTATGGCGGAGCGAGCCAACCGGCTTTGGAAGCCTACTTCTTTTTAGACCGATGGGATGAGCGCCAGTGTTACCTTTTAGATGCCAGTCATTCGCAACAAAAAAGTTGAAGCAGACGGAAAGACTTCAAAGGCCAAGAAAAAAGTGGTCCAAAGAATTGCGCCTCTTGTTGGTCAGATTAAACTCGAAGAAGTTAGCGATCTACCCGTTCCTTTGAACTAGTGTCGTCCTTATGGTAACGATCCGGGTCGCATCAGGATAGCATCGATGGTGGGCAGAGACGGTAAGCCTATTTCGCTTTCGGGTAGGGAGTATCGTTTTGGTAACCATGTGACGCGCAACAATTTGAAACTTTAGAGACTCAAGGACGCAGCACATATGCATTTAGTTGAACAACAGATCAAGCCAAGTTGCACTGTTTCATTGGCTGTGTATGGTGAGCATGTTACCTCCTTCTTTGGTCAATTTTCTATGCTCTTTGACTTTTACACGAGACCTGCCATCACTCGTATGAAATGGGACAACTACATTATGAAACAAAAGTTCATGGATAATTGGATGAACAAACACTTTGGCAAATATCAAGATCCACAACATCCAGTTGTTATAGCGTACGGAGCGGCCAGCTTTTCCAGCACAGGCAAGTATCAACCTCCTACGCCCAATAAGTGGTTCTTAGATCAGTTGTCCAGAAGATATTGTGTCATCATGGTCGACGAATATAATACCTCGAAAATCTGCAGCTTCTGTAACCACTGGGAACCCATGAAACCGATGACTTCTCATGTTAAAAACGAAGATACAGGCAAAACAGAAAAGAAAGAGGTCCGAGGAATCCGCCACTGTAGTGATAGCTGTCTAACCACTCATGACAGAGACAAGAATGCAGCCACCAACATTTTGAATATTATGCTGCATCATCTTTAGGGTCATTCTCGTCCGACCTGTTTCTGCCCTGCTCAAGAAGAGAAATAGAAACAAGAAACCAAGAAGCGCAAGAAAAAGCAACCAACAGAAGGTGAACCACCAAAGAAGAAGACCAAAAAGCAAAAACCAACAAACTAATACTATATAATTGTGTAAAACATTACTGCCGCCGATACCTCCGGGTTAAGGGTCCGTGCATGGATGAAACATCCGTTGAGAATTAAATCAAAGCCTGTCTGCATCATGTAACAACTTGTTTTGTTCCTTTTTGCCATCCTAACATGCTCTAATGAATCGAATAAAGGCATTACGATTTGCATTTTCCTAAAGTGACCTATTATACCCCTCCATATATGCTGTCCTTAGTCGCTAGTAGATTATGCGCTTTGGGAATGTGCTGCGACGATGAGCCTCGTCTCCTTCCTTGATCACTTTATCCAGAACATTGAGCACGTCAGTTGATAATTGAGCAAGTTTCTTGAGACTGTCGTATTCTTCTTGAGTTTGGGTTGTTGTTGTCGTCTGGGGTGCTGTTTGGACTTGCTATTCTTGTTGTTGCATGTTTGGATGAATGGAAGGGTGGTTGGGTGGACAATGCAATGGTGTTGGTTTTTTTTTCGAAAAATATTTTTGGACCTTGTTCAACAACACCAAAAAAAAACAAAATTTCTCATATTACTTCATTTGCACCAATCCCAAATTCTCCTTCAACCTTTCAATCGTTACAAATCACAATGATCGGAATCAAGCGCTCTCGCAACCACGACCATCCATATCGAACATTACCATACCACATAATTCTCTACATCCTAACATACCAAGAGTGGTATCATGGATATGAGTATACATATTAGGAAAAGCCCGAATTGGACTTTTATGGCTACTTTGAGTGTGATCCAGAGCGCATGATACACAAAATATTTGGCATCAACATACACTATGATCTCACTTGCAAAAGATCTATACCCTTTGCCAAAGCACATTACGTCAAAGTTATCCTGATAGATGAGAGTGACTTTTTAGACGACCTGCCTTTCTTGTTGGAATTAGGTAAACATGTAAGAAAAGTAGAACTTGAATGTTTTTATGATGACGTAGAATGGTTTTGCAATATAGTAAAGAACAACAAATGGCCAAAAAATACTCTATTTACTTGCGAATATTCCTTGAAAGAAACAGGTGGTTCAGTGTTGACAAATGATATGATGAATAGGTTAGCTTCGCTGGATAATTTAGGCTAGATCAAGCTTACAATGAAATACGACGACAATAATTTACCATATTCAGAACATCAAATCGTAAGCCTGCTGAAACAAGCTAAACATGAAAACGGTAAATTATGGAACAAATTGGTATTCAAGGATGTAACTGCCTACCATTGTACGGAATCGGTTGAATTTTGGCAACTTATAGGCGCTCACTTCAAGAAGCTTGATATCTTTGTTGGAATAGAGCAGAGTCAACGTAATATACACTACATAGTACATACAGTCTTGGCAAATTTCAAGGAACAACTCAAAAAAATCAAGATTGCTGTTTCCGTTGCAAATTTATTGGCCTCAGCTGCTTACTTGGATGCATGCGCAAAGCATCTGCCTGAGACAATAAGCATTTATAAATGTTATGACGAACAAATGGGTGCTAGGAGTGTATCCTTATAGTTGGATACGATTGTTCCTCTGCTGAGCAATACAAGAGTAAAGAGGCTAGTATTGAACAGTTTTACAATACATGAGAAGGATTTGTGTTAGTATCAAAAGGCTATTGACAACATAGTTCAGAACAGGACAGGCAATCCATTAAGATTGAAACTTAGCAGTTGTGGACTCAAAAAAGAAAACGAGAAAAGATATATGCTTGATCGTTCTTGTATGCTCATAGAAGATTTTGTAACCTTTTTGAAAGGTAACCATAGACCATTTAGGACTTGATTGGCAAGACTAGTTGCAGTTGTGTTGAGCCAAATACGCAAGTACAATAATAATAAATAATCCATAGTCCCTGTAATCGTGGCAGGTAAATATCAGTACAAATAATCGGAACACTCATAAAGTCCCCTCGTCTTCTCTTGATAATCATTCCCATGAACACAATCGGTATACATCTGCCCAACAACCAAATAACAAACCCATCATCACCCTTCCCTCATCATCACAAACAACATGAAGTTGCAAATTGTCATCATATTCTATTTTGCTGTAGGTCTCATTCTGCTGGCTACCACATGCTCGGCCCAGATCTTCAACATTTTCGAGGACATCTCCAGCGCAGTAGACAAGTTACCCATGGACGATGATACTGTTGCCATTCGCAGTCTTCCATTTTCATTTCGCTACTTTGGTCGCATGATCAATGCAGGCAGTTCTTTTGGCATCAGTTCCAATGGATACATAACATTTTAGCCAAATGGGGGGAATTACTTTAATCCGCAAAACTTCCTCAATCCCGGTGGTCCAAACGCTATTGTTGCCGCATTTTGGAATGATTTGAACCCAACCGTGCTTCGCCATAGCAATACTGGTGTTTACCTTTTGCGCAGGGGCCAAGGCACCAGAAATGATCGTCTCATCATTCAGTGGGATACGGTTCCGTATTTTGGCCACGGCACGTCTCTCTATGTTACAGCACAGATTGTCATCTTTCCCGCCTATAATCGCATTGACATTAGAATCTTGGATAGCAACACGGTCCCAGAAAGACAGCCGGCAATTGGTTTCGAAGGTTGGAATGGTGATGGGCATTCGTTGTATCTGTCACCATAGGCACAGGAGCGTCGCGGCATTCTCAATGGGTTGAGTGATATTATTTAGGTCACACACGTCGACCCATTTGCTCAATTTTCTAGCAATACTACTGTGGATGATGATCAGCCATCTAAGGATACATCAAGCTGAAGAATTCATCAAAGAACACATGACCGAGTTGGACGATTACTAAAATGGGTTGTTGCAATAAAAAAATTCTCAAATATTTTGCACCAATCCCTCCTTGTACAGCCAGCCAACACAACAACAAAAGCATGCCCCAATACACTTTTGACGACGCGGTTGAAGCAATCAAAAAGCACGACATTACCATGCTCAAACATATTATCAACTATTAGCCATGGATGCTCAATGAACGTGAAAGCAAAAAAGAATAGTTCAGCGGCCACACTCTGTTGCACTATGCGGCAATGCATGGATTTTATGAAGGCTGTGACCTGTTGATTCGTTTGGGTCTTGACATCCATGACGAAAATAATTATCCTTCGACACCGTTTTAGCAAGCCATGAATGGTGGCAATATCAAAGTTATAAAGTTGTTTATTGCCAATGGTGCCGATGTCAACAGAAGGACAACGAAAAATTAGACCACACCGCTCATGTATGCTGCTGCTTTTGACAAAACTGGTGATATGATTCGATTACTATTGGATAATGGTGCAGATATTGACGCTGTAGAGAATGATGGTACATCTGCACTTCACTTTGCCGCTAAACATAATTATAGACGCAATGACGAAGGCATCAAGGTGCTAGTTGCGTACGGTGCACGAATTGATATCAAAGACAAAGATGGCAACACACCTGTAGATAGAGATTGGAGCACTACAGTACAAGAATGTATAAACAAGAGGGATGAACTATGGGCAGTAGAATGCAATCGTAAAAATCGAGAAGTGCTTCAGGATCGGGTATGGAAACTTGCCTGTTTGAGTAAGGCTTTTTCGGATACAGTTATAGAATTTGTTGATGTTGATGCATGAATCACCAATAACTTATATTTACAATGACATCGACATCAGTTTCGGCCTGTTCGCTCTGACACTTGACTCTAGGATAGCCACAGCCTGAATGCCAATCACAGCTGGCCAGTGAATGATTGCTAAAGGTGATTTCTGAACCACAGCAGCCGAAAATGCAGGTTATGTTGGTGTCGCTGACAGGTGTGGCCTTGACAGTAACAGTTGTCTGTCCGCCTAGCTTGATCTTGGCCTGACACCATTTGCCGTAGGTGTGGATGGGCGCGTGACACTTTAGGTGAATTTTACGATCATTTGTCCTTTCGTCTGGTACTCTGGCTATTGTCCATCGAGCAAAGTGGTCAGGTAAACATTGACAGCTACAAAAGAAGCCCTTGTGGCAAATGGCGACCATTCTTTCAGGACAACAGAGAGAGCAAGAATTGGAATCGGCGCACGAACAACAGCTGCTGCTGTCGAACCTGTTCGACTATTTGAATCGAAAGATTCTACTGTTTGCCTGAACGTTTTGCTGAAGCCACACGCCGCAAATGATAAATAACAATATGATGAGAATGTGTAAATATAAGGCCATGATGATGATGACAGGTTTTTTTTGTTGTTGAGCAAGCAGATCAGATAACGCTTGCTGTGCGCCACACAAAAAAACACTTTTCTCTGTATCTCAAACATCCATGAACCCAAATCCAACAGACATCATCACCCTCGACGTTGGCGGAACCAAATTCAAGACAACCCGCTCAACTCTGTTCAATAAGGAAACCATAGACGGCGAAAAGTAGCCCCATTTTCTGAGCATGCTGATCGAAAACACACCTGACAATGTAGACGAAATCTTTATCGACCGCAACCCCAAGTATTTTCAATTCTTTCTGGACTATCTGCGTTCAGTTTGTCATGTTCCATTGACCATAGCCCTACCAGAATGCGTCACAAAACTATATTCCGATTCGAATGACATATATCTACATCGTTCATAGTTTAGAGAATTTATGTTTGAAGCAGACTTTTATGGGTTTAAAAGATTTGCTAACATAATTTCACCATAGAGAATATTATATTTGGATAGGAAGACGATTTGTTATTTGAAGTGGGATGATGTACAAAACGGTCGCATCAAAGAATTCAAGTACGGTGTCATAAATAACCTGTGTCGAATTATAAGGTTGGAATATGTGAAAGAGTCAAAATGTTTGTACTTTACTAGCCTTATATATGACGAGCATGGTAATTACATCAGATCATGTGACCCATGTCAGATTTTATCATTGAGCCATGACAATTACGGAATACTGCAAACATCGGTGTTGAAATTTAGCAGATATTCGTCTATTGGACATGACCCCACGTTATCCATAAACGATACAATGGTGGAGTTTGGGATGATACTTTTGGAGATCAATTATTGAAATTTGCAGACCAGGGTATTGTCCCACTTTCTCGTTTAGGCAAAATAAATACGGCCGTGTAGTGTATAATTAGATAAAAGCGCAGTATGTAAACCTAAAAAACAACAAATTAGCATTTATTTCATCATCCGGCCGACACTTTCTTGTACCCTTTTATCACGAATCAATAGCCTATATATATCGAGACTGTCGAAATCAAGCGCCAAAAAAACAGCTTCGTTGTTGGAGTCAGTAGGATCGACATCAGGATGCTACAGCGCCAGTTTTACTATTTCCAAGTGACTACCTCGAATAAACTATCGAAAAGCAATATTGATACATGCACGATTGTTAAGCTTCGGATGTTGCAATAGTAGATTTACTACTTCTAAATGACCATTGTAAGCTGCTTCTCGAATGGCTTCATTGTCACACGCACTAGGGTCAACATAGGGATGTTGCAGTAACAGATTCACCATCTCCAAATGACCATTACATGCTGCTTTTCGAATGGCACAATTTCTATATACGCTAGGATCTGCTTTGGGGTATTGCAACAATAATTTCATTACTTCTACATGGCCATAGTGAGCCACAGTTGAAATACCTGCACAAGGATCGACTTTGGGATGCTATAGCAATAGTTCTACTATTCTTAGGTAACCCTTTCTGGATGCCTATTGAATAGCTTCGTTATCAAGTGCACTGGGGTCTACATTAGGATGTTGCAATAGCAATTTCACTACTTCCGAACGACCGTTGTTAGATGCACATCGGATGGCAAAATTATTGTTGGCACAAGGATCGACTTTTGGGTGATACATTAACATTTTGACCACTTCTACGCGACCTGCACAGACTGCTGACTTAAACGCTTCATTAACGATGTCGCTTGAATTGACACCAGCAGGATGTGTAAGCAATAGTTGTACTACTCCCACGCCACCTTTTGCGCCTGCTATGCATGCTAATAGAGTTTTTGTTGACGTACATACATTCACCTTTGGATGTAGTAGAATTCGTTCAACCATGTTAAAGTAACCATGGTAAGCTGCCCAAATGACTACTTTTACACGCATACCATCTTCACGCTATTTGTTGCCACTTGATAACATTGTTTCTTCATTATAGTTGATATGCATGTTGGCTACTCGGTTCCATTGTTTGTTGACCAGTTGTGTCCGATGAACCAATGTTGGCGTGTCAAGATGGACAAATATATGGTCCAAAATTTCGTCAATGTGGCTGATGTGTTCGAGAGAGGCATTGTTCATTTGTGTAACAAAAAAGGTTTAGAGCAACAAAAAAATTTCTGAGGTTCGTAAAAGTTGGGTGCTTGCTTGACGAAACAAAAGATAAATTATTTCGAGACGCTGTTTGGATTTGCAACTTTTTTTGACCAACAACAACGCACTTCAAAAAAAAGAAGCCAACACCAAAAACACCAACATCAACGCATCATGAAACTGTACAAGAACGCCGATCAATACTACCTTTTCAGACCACTTGACAAACCATTTATTGAACGTTACTTCAAAACTTCTGGTCGTCGCAATAGTGCTTTTTCAGAAGTCAAAGTATACAAATGCTAGTCACAGGCCAGTATTATTGACGAGTTGTAGCCCGATGACTCACAATACCTCAAAGAAGCGCTCTTTTCTTGGATATATGGCTTTGGTACAGTATCAATAATTACCAAAGTTGATGGTCCACATGACAAAGTAACAAACCTCAGGCCCGTAGCAGTTTACTTGACATGTTAGCCCATGGGTAATTTGGAAGTCAAACCTGTCAATGTAAAAGTTATTGACGATGCAGAGATTGCCGCCATCCAAAACTATTTTGCGCAACTTGATGTGATCGAAAACTTGGAAACCACAGGTGCGCTTCGTATACCACATTAGAAACTTGAACAGATGCACGACGAATGCAGATACATGGCATCTGAGGGCAATAAACTATATGTTGAACGAACAAAATCCAGGCCTAGAAGCGAGCGTAAATATGATGGTGGTACTTATGATGAACCGTGGTTCAAATGCGAAGCATGTAATGAACGATTGAAAGGATATGTAGCTATCGAATGCGACTGTTTTGGAGACCACAAAGTAAACCGTCCACCATTTCATGATTGTCCCGTGGTAAAAGAGTGGAACAAGAACAATCCTCCAACATAGCGCGAATTAGATTTGGAGGCACAAAAGAAACAAAAATGGGATATTTATTGTGAATGTGAAAAAGAGTATAACAGGAAAAAGAAAGAGTTGGTTCAATCCATGTAGCCTGTTCCTCCATTGTAAAATAAATTTGACACACATATTGGGTGCATGTCAATTTTCAGTGTCGTCATTGACGTTGACATTGACAGACGGGGTGTCGAGTTCGAGTTCGTCGGGAACAAGAACATGGTGCGTCAGCCGTCAAAAAGGCGCCCTCAGCAAACACACAGAGGCCCACTCTTCTCCAAAACAATCTTTTTTTCGCCTCAGCAGCAAGCAAACACCCTTTCCGTCTCTCTCTGTCACCGACACCTGCCAACCGACTGACAACAACACTCAATGTCAACCACTGTTACCATCAGTCGCAAGCGTCCATTCAACCAGCTTTCCGAATCCAACGACCAACTCGACATTGACCGCTTCAAAAGCCAACACAAACACAAACCTCTAATCACTGACAAGGTTGCTTTGGCAGCCGTCACGATGCGCGCAATCAAGAAGCCTGCTCATGAATTGTTTGTCAAGCAGCTAAGAACCATTCCTCAGCATGTAGTCCTATATTTGCTGGAATGGGTTCAGCAGACACTCAATTTTAGCATTAACGATTTCGAATTTGACGAAGAAGCAGAAATCGATAACTACAAATGTCTCTTCGACAAAATAGTTGCTGGCATCATCGGTCGCTTCAAAGGAGACTCGACACGTAAACCCGTTTTGATTTTTGGGTCCTTGCGCTTTGCAGTGTATGATCTTCGTAGTGTGAATATTCGCTCCAAGTTCTTTGGCTTTGTTTCGCGACGCGTCAAATACCTGGAATTTGAAAATAGCGATGAATTGAAAACATGGTGCTGGTATATCGGGTATATCGGGTAGGAATAGTTACCCTGGACCACCATGTAGTTGCGGTATATAGATGTGGTTTGTGACATGAAGAAAAGAAGAGTAGAAAATTTAGTTTTGCTCTATGTTGCAAACCTGCAGCATGTCAGAAACAAAATTCGGTCTTATGTAGTCAATTTCGGATCATGTGCCAACGTTGATGTTGATAGCATTACCACTATTGATATGCCCAGTTTGCGCACCTGTTCGTCTAGCGTCTTTTAGTATCTCAATGCTGCGACGATGCAACAGATTCGTAGGCTGGTTATCATTGACAATTATTGGTCCTATAACAACAATGGAAATGTTTTGGCAGCATTGTAGAAACAGCCCAACAATATTACGGAATTAGGAGAGCCAACATGGACGAATAGTGCAAACCTTAGTGCTCTTGATGATATTTTGAAATAGTTGCCCAAGTTGAAATCTTGCGTGGGTAGCGATAAGGCTGCAATAGGTAATACTGTGGACATATTACCTGCGGATATTAAGTGCTTGCCCGTACTCGATATATCTGGTTATGGCGATCATGCGATCTAGGTGGAGTAGCTTTAGCGATTCAGTAATATTGATTACTTGTGTGTAGTGAACATGTATGCTGGATAGGATGATTTGCGCATCATTTAGAAACTTTGTGATCACGTCATCGCAAGGAACATCACTCTATCGCTCACCATTCTTCCTGAGGTTTATACAGCATGCGATGAGTTGATGGAATGCATCGCAAGGTTGAACAAGGCAAAGCTGCTTGATATAGTCGATTTGCACGATATGAACATGACTGCTTAGCAATTCAAGGCAGCCGCTTTTGAGCAGGGTGTTGTTAGGAAGGCATTTATGAACATTGACGGATTGTCGGTGGAGGATGTGCTGCCATTGTTGACATGTTCGACGTTGGATACTTTTGGTCACAATGTTTGTGACGGCGATGTAGATGATAACAAGTGGAAAATGGACATTGTCGCTGAATGTTTTCAGTATCTGGATGTCTATTACATGAGAGAATAAATTATATTTGTAACTTTTAGATAATGATCGATCTGCTTCTGGTCGCGCGCAATCGAGCAAACCAAAACAACTCCAAAATATATCTGCCCTGTTTTGACCCCTTTGACAAACATGTATTCTTGGGGTAACATATTCGACAAACTCGTTGATGCTGCATTCTTTGTTGGTACTGCTGCTATAAGTGCATTCGTTGGTGTGTGGGCAGTCAGACTCGCGAACTACTTGCTCGACACGACTTTCCCTAGGTTGCGCGACAGGATGAAGATCTTTATAAAAAATGCTTAGCTTGGTAGCTAAAGCGTTTATGTTTGTATATTATCTTGGTGTGATCATCTGCGAAACCAAAAACCTCGCACTCAAACTCACCAACCATGGTCACTGAATTCACCTGCCCAACTTGCGGCGGCACAGGTCGCGTCCTTACTACTATGAAAACCTATAACCCCATTACGCACCAGTGGCAGAATGAAACTACTTCTTAGGTATGCACTGCATGCTGGGGCAGTGGGAAGCAGAGAAGCTATTGGACCTGAAAAGATGTGAATGCAAATACAAATATTCATTGCTCGTTGTACAATGTCACGACAGTCGAAATACCAACTGACCCAGATCAAAAAGGCTCAAAGTATCTTCGATAATTGCCAACATAGCATGATTACTGACAATGTTACAACCCTGTAAGCAGAAACCAACCGCATCATTGCCACGATTTTCAATTATTTCCATGATTCTGAGATGGTCGCTAAACGGTGCCGTACTAACCAAGTCTAGATGCTCCATGCGGACTGATCGTAAACGGTCAGGTTGTTCGGCCAAGTCCAATAATGCGCTCAAGGGAAAACGGACCTCATGAAAGTAACAACTCGACGGAATGCAAAAGCAGTAAAGGTAACGCGGTGCTACTATCCATCCGAGATTTGCATCACAGAATATTTGGACCACGTCTGTATCTATTTCGAACCTCTTGAGTCTAGAAGTCAAGAACGGCACAACCCAATGCACAATGGTAGTCGCATTTTCGGCTGCTTTTATGGCATTGTATTGTTCGTCTATGTCATCATTATACAAATGCAAGTTTCTGATGCATGGTCCCAAAACAGTCCAAAAGCGCGATTTATGGGCCAAAGCTGCTGCACACGAGTTGGCTATTCGAATCGTCATGCTGACCTTGTTTACATGATTTTCCGTAACACCAATGAACTACTCCAACAATGGCTGCTGCTTGTCCTGCTGAAACTTCCACATCGTATAGTGCAAATCAATTTTTTCTACTTTTCTGTTCTCAAGAATGCGCTGCAACATGGGTAACATTTCCTGCGAATTATCAAAATGCATTCGCGGCACTACTCGGATGCTTTTGAACTTTGCAAAAACCACATCGATCGCATCAATAGCAGCCATTGACGATTTTACACATTCAGGCGTAAGTGCATAAATGTTTGGCTGCAAGGTGACGATGGTTTCACGGTCCTAAGACAATACGCGACCGACCCAACGAACCAACTTGTCTATATTTTTGTCAGCTAATCCTACAGACCCAATTGCCAACTTGACCTTGCTCGGACCTGTCAGACCATAGTATCCTAAGCACAGGTGTTCTTTGATGCGCCAAACATCTTCAGTCGATGCACAGCGCAGCCGGTAGATTGTTCGAAATTTATCGTCGCGGAAGATGCACAGTGCACGTGGCCAATCAGTGTGGTATGATCGAGTGCTGATGAGATATTTGAGAATGTGAACTCTGATTTCGTGTGGAAGCGAAAGAACATTCATTGATTTGGCAGGAAGGAGCAGGATGGTGGTTTATCGAGTTTATTGCATCGGTGTGTTGGTTACACGAAATAGATGCTCTACAAAAGCAACCTTGGATGGATGTAAACTATTTAGATAGTCATCATGTTTGGACCGACGCGAATAATATCCTACAATACCTGACTGCTCTATAAAATCGATACCTGCATGCTCTACCACCACGTCAACCAACTTGATCATTGCAGCTGATGGATACTCGTTTTGGTTCCACACTAGTTGATAAAACTTGAAAAAGTCATGTGGAATAAAGTGGCCCATTGCGCTTCGCTCATCAAAAATAGTTAAGGTAGCTGGAAACTGGTCTTTTAAGTCTTTGTAGAAGCGAATTTGTCTAATAAAGAACCGATCGAGAAGGTCCCACTTTTCAGATTGAATAAGTTTGAGTGCTACCAAGAACCATTCATGATAGTCAATTTTGCCTTTGAGCATCAGCATGACTCCGAAAAACCATTCGCCGTCAAACGAGGTAAAAAACTTGTCAGAATGAATAATGGACCACATGACGCTATCTTTGCATTCTCTTGAATACAGTGGTAACTTGAAACCATTATCATCAAAGATTAAAAAATCAATCATCTCCTATGTGATATCACGATACATGTCGTTGATAAGAGTGGCAGCATTACCAGGGGACGAGTATCCTGCACGATGTTTGCGCAATGTTTCAACAATGTCAGGTCTGTTACAGAGTATCCATTTCAGAAATGGAATCAATTGTTGCATGCCCATGCCATTCCAGCCTGTACGCCTGCAAATGTCTGTCATTTGAATGGAGCAAGTATTTTGCAACTCTTTGGGCAGTAGTAACCAATAATCCAAAATGCTACGATTTGGGTCTTCTGTATCGGCATTATAGAGTGCAGCTTTTAACACAGTTTCCTTGGCATATTTGACCAAAACATTGACACATTTTTTGTGGCCTGATCTAAGTGCGGCATAGGCAGCGTCGTAGATTCCTTTTCTTATGTAGTATCGTCGCGACCTAAATAGTTGCTACTCCATCAACTAGCAAACAAAGTAATGATTTCCTGCTTTGTTTGCTTCAACAAGAGCACTCATGTAACGATTTCTGCACTTGCAAACTTTGAAAATGCGCTATAACAAATAGGGCGAAGGTATGAAATCGGGACCGTAGTTGGCAGAACATATTGCTACGAGAACCTTTCTTCTGTTCCATTTGCCATTATGTGATATCGACTGCTTTTTGGTCTTGTCATACCATATATTTGTATAGCATCGTTTTTCTATAAGTTTGAGTGTTGTGTCACCCAAGTTGAACAGACCATTTAGACAAACAAATTTTGCATTACTGCCAACCGCAAACAAGACTGCCAATTCTTCAATGTCCAAAAAGTCAAAGATTTCCTTGTTGATATCGGCAGGTAAGTTGGTTATTGTGTACTGTGGATTCAGGTTGGACATGAGAGAATGCAAATAAATTTTTGTCAGGCGACAGAGAAAAGTTGACAACTCAAAAATATTTTGGTGGTTCAACATTTTGAAGTCGCTCAAAAAAATATTTGGACTTCCAACTTTTTGAAACACTTGCCTCTCAAAATTTTTTGGACCTGTCCCTCTTTTCGAAAAAAAATGAACAAAAATTTCGAACCTCTTGCCAACATTGACGAAATAATAGATTGCATCTTTATTCATTTAGATAACAAGAATTATTGCCTTTTTCTACAATCTGGTTTGTGCATTGACCAATGTAACTTCTAATGTTCAACTGAACAATAATAGGTTGCTTCACAGCCACTGCATTTGCGAAATTCGACTTCATCTGCATCGGTTCGGCAGCAGGCTGCACAGAATCTACGTTGTGCTTCTGTTCTGGTTGCTACCTTCTTTGCCAACTTTTGCGCCTTTTTGGGTTTGTCGTCTGTCATGACTACAAAGTTGAGGTGCTCATGACCGGTTGGATTAATCTTTTTCATGTGAAGCAAATGAAGGGCAACATATTTGATACGTTCTGAAATGCTAATGGCTCGTCTTTCAATGTTTTCGTAAATATTTTGAGCAAAGGGGTAAATTTTCTTTTGACCATCGTAACCATATTCCATTTGTAAAACGAGGTCAACATCATCCAACAACTATTGAGCCTCTTGCTTCAGCACAGGAAATGCTGACATCCATTCTGGTTCCGTTGTGGATTCACTGCCGGTAAACCACATGTCCTTGAATTCTCGGGCAATACGATGCAAACTTTCTTCAAAATCGTATTCGACGTACTTTTTGCCAAATTTTTGCTTGGCATACTTTGCGTCTTTGTGGACCTATTTTGAATCAGGCACTGCTTCAGCAAGTGAAACCAATTTGGTCTTGATACGATGATCTTCATGTAGTCTACCAACCAATTCAAGTGCCTTTGGTTTGAAAAGTTCAAGACTTGTTGCAAGCATGGCCAACATGGCGTCCGATTCTTGAACTCGCGTAGTAAACAACTCCATTCGCGAACACAAACCAGATTCTGACTATTGTACCAACTCTTTGGCATAACCTTCAACTCCCAACATCTTCTTGTTGTGTTTGGCACCTCGAAGCAATTCCAATAAACGTTCAACTTGACGAGCGCGCTATTTCTCCATATCCTTGATGGCCATCATGGTCCGAATTTCTTCTTTCCATTTTTCTTTGTAGCTTTCCATAATGTTCATTTGCATAATTTTTTCGAGGTTGGCAATGATTACGGGGTCAGTAGACATGTGTTGTTGTTGGAGTTTTGTGTCCAAGGGTTGCGAATGAAGAATAATTTTTTTTGGTCTAAGAAGACGAATTTATTTCGAATCTTTGTACAGAACAAATATTTGTTTGCTCGATAAATCCAGAAACATTTCGAAAATATTTTTGAACTCTGTTTGCCTCAACTAAAAAAATAACTTTTTCTCGTTTTTTTGTTCATAAACCCCAGCAGGTTATACATCAACATGAACATACCAGATCAGCTGTACGCCATAAGACATCTCTATGCTTGTTAGTATGTATATGACGGAAGAAAACAAGTTGATATTATTCAATTAATTCAGCAGCATATGGCTTCCAATACAAGTTACGATCTTGATGATATATACGTAGACTTGGGACTCAAGGGTCCGGCTTTTTGGTTATGTATCCAACTATAGCAGAAAAGCGATAAAACTTGGAAATTATCATATCATTTTGCCGGATATCCATATTTGAACAAATTTTTCAATACACCAATACCGAAAAGATCTATTTAGTGCAGTAAAGATACAGCCGTTGACGCTTGGAAACAATTGGCAAAACAGATGGACCTTGCTTTCCGAGTTTAGACGGGAACAAAGATGGTAAAACAGTTGCCAATTTGTCCTAGATGTGGATACAAACGCGTTTATAGATGCGGTAGGTGTTGTATCGTGCTCAGTGACAAACATAAACGTGTATCGAGACCAACCTACCTTGTTACGCTTGAAAAGAAGGTATTGAGGGCAAAATGGATCGTTCGACTTCTTGAGCCACTGGGCTTATCCAAAGATGTTATTCGAGAGGTCATATATCCTTTTTACACCGACTTGTATGGGTTCATATGTAATAAAAAGAAAGTAAAATCATGTCCCTGATATCGTTCAGGGTAGTTTTGGTGTACAGAATGCTAGTTTTGACGACTATAACAACTTTATATATTTACATTACTCAAACTTGTAAACCTTGCCATCGTGATAAACCGAAAACAAGCTTGAACCCATTTCGCGAGCAACTTGACTGCTGGTCATTGACCGCATCCATTCTGAAGCTGGTTCTCCCTGATCTTTGCTCAATATTTTGGCCTTTTGAAAGTCTACCAGTCCCATGTAGACCTTCTTGTCTTGGTCATTGTACCAACATGTTACGTTGCCTTGAGCCATGCCATTGGCGAAATAGTGGACGATGAGAGCAGTGGCAGCGAATGAACCAACGGGAATGATCAGTGGACTGAAGCGTGAAAAGAGTTTTGCAGACATGTGATGGTAGTAGGTAGAAAAATTTGACCAGGGGTTGCGCAGAGAAAAGATATGTTTTTTTGTGTGGTTCAAAATTTTTTTGGGGATGAAGAACTTCAAAAACTTTTTTTGGACCAACAAATACTGTACGTTCACAACGGGCGAACGAGAGTCTGTCCCAGTCTTTTATTTTCTTCTTGTTTGACCACTTTGACAATGACATGCCTAGGCAGTTGAGGATGGACAGATGCGACAAAATCGTTCCACTTCTTGAACATGTTGTATGCTCGTTCTTGACCCAAGATTTTGATGCCGGCTTGCATGACGAATGGGTTTTGGTTGTCGCTGATAATGTCCATGTCTGGTTTGATAATGTCGTTCTTTGCGTAGTAGACTTGGGGCGTGTAGATGGGTGAAGTTTGATTGACAAAGAGTGCAACGTCAATGTGTTGTCCTTGGGCAGGTGGCATGAGACCGTCGTTGAATCCCTTGTATTCCATGTAACGACGATTTACAATGTAGCCAACCAAGCTGATTCCGTAACCCTTGAACACCTTGTCGTCATAGTCGGCTGCATTGGCGCCATGATGATGCAGATTGATTACATGCCAGTCCTTGTTTTGAGTAATGAAGGGTAAAAGCAACTCCAAATTCTTGATAGCATTGGCATCAAAATGAGCATCATCTTCCAAACACAACCAATAAGGTGCACCAGAATCGAAACCCATCTTGTTAATCTGACGATGCGACTCCCAACAACCCCATGGTCCGCCTCTTGGATCTTTTTCTGGACGCAAGAACCTGACATCTCGGGCAGTCAGTCCCACTTGCTAAAGTTGTTGGTTCATATGGTCATATCTGTCCTGTCTGTTCTTTAGGCATATGCAATAAATCTGGTCGCCAAATACTTTTTTGAACATGTTCGTCTGAGACTGATTTTTGCGAATCCATTCTTCTTCTGTTTGAACGGGACCCAGTTTCCATTTGTTGACGGTCAAGAGTTTTCTGTCATACTCCTTGTACTTCTAAAGAGCAGTATAAGTAGACTTGACATACCAAACCAACAAGCTGACACAAATTATGCCCACTATCAGGGACAAGATGCGTATTAGAGTAACACTAATTGTCATGGTTCAACGAAAACGAACTTATTTTTTGATTATGGAGTCACGAAAATAAATGCTACAGGTTCAAGAAATAGTTATATTTTTTAATTGTTCTTGGGAATCTTTTTGGAAGTCAAATCGCTGGGACAAGTTTGTTTCTATCTCTTTTTGCTTTTGGTTTTTGGTGGCCACAGTTCTTCTTTGCCAGTCAAACTCAAAACTGCAATCTTTTGTGCTTCTTCGTATGCAAAATCGCCAACGGAAAGTGTGAACGAGTCACAACACAACTACAAAACACCATCCTACTCACAAATATGAACGTCCATGTACTTGTAAGAGTAACTATTTCGTTCGCAGATGGGCGTGAAACCAATACGCGGATCGTTTGCATACTTCTTGTTCAATATTTGAATAATATGTTTCCATCGAAGGTATTGTATAATGGTTTCTGGTTTCACACACGAATATTTGCAAATCGAGTGACTCAATCCCGCATAACATATGTAATACTGCACAGCATCTTCCTCGTGATCGACAACAGAAACGGGCCACTAGTTTTTCAAGGCAGCTTCCGCACATTCAAGTTCTTCAAGTCTTTCTTTGGCCATCCATGCACAATAATTCGGTTTGATTTCAAGTGTTCCGTCAAGACGAGCAAGAAAGAACTGCAAACAACACTCAAACTTTTCGAACCATACGTGAATGTAGTTGTCACGATTTTTACATGTTCTTACATGACCACTGAAAACACAGTCTCTCTTGGGAACCACTATTTGGTTTTTGTTGCCATATTTATCTAGATAAAAAAACATCCCACGTAATGTTTCGTCTTTCATGTAACTCCATTGGTTGTCATCGTTTGTTACTTCTGAAACTTGTTGTCCCAACAGTGTAACATCAAATCTGTCCAGACTCGTGTTATTCCAAAACCCACGTAGGCCTGTTTGACAATGAGAGCAAATACCCGATGGTGTTCCATTATTGTTGGTGTTTTCAACGGGATGAGGAGCAATTAGATTTTTATAGGTGAACAATGCAACGCGCTCGTCTGAAACCATTTCTACACTGTCCAAAGTTATTGCGAACGAATAATAGCCGCTTGTATTTTCATAATAATCGACTCGCTTCTCGGATAGTTGCAATGTTGCATGTTGGTTGACGATTCTGTCCAGCAATACCCGTTTGACCATCATGTCCCAATGTTTGTTGACCAGTCGACAACGAAGCCACAGATCCGAAACTTTACTGACGAAACCAAATATGTTGTCCAGGATGAGTTCGTCAAAGAATGTCATGTTTGTTTTTTTAAGGTCAAGAAAGGGTTTTCGTGAAAGAACAGAAAAAGTAAAATTTATTGAATCAATACACACAATAAACTTTATAGTATGCGAACGTCGACAACGATACGGCAGAGATATTCTTTATGGTCAGATACACCGTCTGTCACACACATGGTATCAAAGCTTTTTACATGAATAAGGTGCTTTTCTGTAATATTCTAATATGGTTCGCCGAAATTGGTGTTGAACTTGGCGCCTTCAATAATATGTCCCGGATAATGTGCGTTTACAAGTGATGTAATCAATTCAAGTACGTTGCATGTTCTACTTTGCTCAATATGTTCCATAGTTTCGAACATCCATGATACAAAAATTGGCCTATCTGCATCCGAACAATATTCTTTTGACACAAATTCAATGTCACCGATTCTAATTTGCTTTCGCCTAATGATATAAAGTTCAATTTTTTTACTTGCTACGGGCATGATATTTTTGGGCAAATGAAAGAATTGATTTTTGTTAGGCCCAAAACACGCAAATGTTTTTTTATTTGCGTATTACAATTGAACAGGAATATGTATATGTATGTATATTGATTCGTATTTATTTGCCAACACACGGCCCGTTTGATCCAAGTATTTTTTTCCAAGCACAACCATTCGCCATTCAAGTTTGCAGCCCCTTTGTTTCAAAAAAAACAGAACAAAAAATGAGCACCAAGGCCATCAAAATTCTGGAAGTCATTGAAACCATGCCACCCTGCTACAAGATTGCCTTGGTTCAGCATGACGATTCACTTGTGCGCATCAGTGAGTCACTTTCCAAGAGCAAAGTCCTTTTACTATGCCAGCTGCACAATGTGTCGATGCCAAACCATCCCGACTTTTTGCTGCCCTTTTCAAACAAGATTGTTCGCATAGCAGTAACTGGCAGACAGGGACAAGGTGAAGATGACGAACCAATGGACAGGCCAGATACTTTGTACAATGTCAACTTGATCTTCTAGGACAAACGAACAGCTGAAGCATACGGACTAAGTGTCGAAAAGATTGTTACCTTGTGCAAGGAAAACGACTGTGAAATCCCTTGGCCAGTCTAGGATGCAATGAAACTAATGTAATAACAACTAAATGCAAATGTTCATTTTGTTTGCAAGTAATCAACTCCAAATATTGGGTCCTTCACACCCAACTGCAATAATCTATTTATCACTTCTTGGTGACCATTCATAGCTGCCAATCGAACCAAAGAGCAGTTGTGATACTCATCTTGCACATTGATATCAACTCTGGGGTCCTGTAAAAGCACATTTATTACTTCCAAGCGGCCACATCTGGCTGCCAATCGAAGTGCATTATTGTCGAGAGCAGCAGGATTTACTCTAGGATCTTTGATGAGTTCTTTTACTACGGATTCCCGACCATTAGCAGCTGCCTACATAAGAGCACCATTTTCATTAGATGTTGGGTCAACTTTGGGATTCGAAAGCAGTTTCTGCACCAAGTGTAAATGGCCACGTTTTGATGCCCATCGTATTGGCCAGTTGTGATGGTATGTATAGTCGATGTGTGGTTCGGCAACTCGGTTCCATTGTTTGTTGACCAGTTGTATATTGTGAACCAAGGTTGGTGTATCAAGGTGTACAAAGATGCGATCCAAGATTTCGTCAATGTGGGCGATTTGCTGGAGGGACATGAATCGAAATAAAAAAAATTGTTTGTCAGGGTCCAACAAAATTCGAAAGAGCCTTTGAAACTTGGACTGCTCAAAAAAATATACATTTATTGCTTATTATACGATCAACAATTCACTTCAACTACGTGCTTTGGATTTTGACGTATCAAGTCAATCTTGCTTAGGATGTTCTGATAAATTACTTGAGTATGAACATCCCAATGTAATCTTATGCAAAGGTTCTTTTCCGGCGCAAATTCAAAAAATAGATCCAAAAAGGGAGTTTCGCTAGAACACATATCAATCTTAAGGCCCATAATATTGTTGCTACTGGAAATAAAGTCCACGAAGGAAGATAATTCTTCGAAAGCAAGACCTTGGTTAACAGAATTCACTGCACAATCTAATATGTATAAACACCCAATGTAATCAAATTTTTCTATGAAGTCCATAAGTTCTTTGGAATATTTCGGGGTCATTATATAAAGAATCTACACACGCTATTTAACAAACATGCAGGCGCTTGGAATGACAGAGACAGATGATTCAATTCCCAACCGCCAAAGTTTCGGGAACGATACTTTGCAATCCCAAGCAACTTCTGGGGACGCGTGACGAATACTCAATCTCCTGACGGCAGGTGCAACATCCTTAAGGAATTTGAACCACTTTTCTTTGTCTTCTTCAGAAAGAGAACGAATATCAGCATAAAGATCTTCTATTAGTGGAATCTTTTCAGCTTGTATTATTAACACGTCATTGATTGAATATACAGAGCAGGCTCCGCGAACTTTGGCTCGAATATTTGCCATTAATGTCTGGTCACTCGTATAGCACATTACATTTTTTAAATAATCAAAGTATATGCGACTTATGTTGGGCGAAAGAATGTAGTCTCTAAATTCGTCAACACTTATCGATTTCCCTACTTTTACATTTAGTTTTACATCTATTTTCTGACACAGTGGAGGCAAATATGCTTTTGTATCAAAAAAATCTTCCGTGAACATATCGATAACCAAGATTCGTTGTCGAAAACGTTTTTTGGTCTGTTTCGTTTGTCTGTCAATGCTCTGCCAAAAATTTGAGTAAACCTATTTACGTTCACTACGAGTTGGCGGGGGTGGGACATACAGTTCTATATAGCTAACATCACTGTAAGCATAAATATTTGACATTAATAAATTGACGGATGTGTGCAGGCAGAAGGGTGTGCGGTCGCTGTCGCCGACTTTGTAACAGTATAACAGTACAGGGTCACATTCAGTTTCGATGTGTTCGTATAGGTTGTATGAACAAATGTATTGGATGATGGAAGGTGGGAGGGTTCGAGTTTGGGGTGTTGCTTCGAGAGCCATAGATTTTTTGACAAGGGGTGTTGAGTGTTGGCAGAATAAAAAATATTTTTTCGAAAAACATGTTGACTTTTGGTTTGACTCAAAAAATATTATTTTCAGCAAACAACCCCTTCTCCATCTTTTATCAAACATACAAACCACATGGACCGTGAACAAGCCATCGCACTCTTCAACACCTATTTTACTCGTGCTTCAGATGCACCTGGACCAGATTTGTATCCCTTAGAAATGTGTTATTGTGTTACTATTACCAGTGGCGAGCAGCGCATACCGTTTGTCGAGTGCATGTCTCAATTCAATTGGCGCACAGATGATGATGGATTTCTTCGCATGCGCAAATTTAGTTTATGCTCCGAGTCAACCGACGATGTACTTCCATCCGAACAGGTATAGGAGGCTTTCAAGGCTTTAGGCATTCAGTGGCACAAGGAGGATAATTGGGACCAGATGGACAATGATAATTAGATCCAAGGAGACCAACAGGACATTGTCATCTTTCATGGTTACATCAATCGCTATCTTGAAACATATCGTTCAGAACAAAATATCAACAATGACGGCCACAAACATGAATTGACCATCGGCTCATTTACAAACAAGGCTCTGCCCCTGCCGGCACCCATAACCAAAAAGTTGGACACCTTGGACATGCTATCCGTCAAAAAGAAGAATCTTTACCCAACAGATGAAGAAGCAGCAGCTATGAAGCGTCTTGGAATCGAAATCATGGGTTAGTGCAGGTGCATTGACTTTTGAGTTTGATAAAGTAGTGTTGCCCTTCTGAAAACAATAAATAGCCCAAACTTTTTTTGCAAACACGCTTCCCCATGCCCTCCAAACTCAAACAACACTTTGTTGCCAACAAATTATCATGCACATCCTACGAACCCATAGGGCATATTCCCGAAATCTTGGACTGCATCATGGGATTCATGAACAACAAGCAACTATATAGAGGCCCACTAGTCGTAAGCAGATTGTGGCATTATGTAGCAAAATTACGCATGAATCCGTCAGCCAACAACAATGCTGCACTGTTCTATGCAGTAAAGACAGACAATACAAAGTTGCTCAGTAAGCTGTTACGTGATTCGCGTGTCAATCCGGAAGTCAAACACTCCACGCTTGGTTATTCGGCGTTGGTCATGGCCACTCGGACCAAAAGATACAAGATGATACGCATGTTGCTCAAGGACAACAGAGTGAATCCAAACTCTGCACTCAAAATCGCATTGAAGCGCAAATATTACAAGGCAGTGGATATATTGATTCAGGACAAAAGAATCAAATTCACAGGGTCTGTTCGTCTGGAAATGGACATGTATTGTACTAAGCAGGTGCAGGCTGCAATTGGGTCGCTGATATGTACTTAGCTGAAATCAATACCTAAATAATATACCTTGCATTTGTATTTTTGCAAATAAGCAATCTTTATCAAAACTTCAAGATAGTATGTCCCTGTTATCGTTCAGGGTAGCTTCACGTACAGAATATTGTTTTACGGGCAGAATGTCAATTTCTGATATGTCTATATTTGTCATCTCAAGACATTTATCAATCCATGTGCCTCTGGTTCGAACTCGTTCATCCTGTAAGAGTCTCTTTACTACTTCGATGTGACCATTTTCGGATGCCCATAAGATTGCATCGTTGTGTTCAGCGCTAGGATCGACTCGTGGGTCTTCTAGGAGTCTGTTGACAATTGCTAAATGACCATGCAGTGATGCCCATCGAATGGTTGCGCTGTAATGCCTACCTGGATCTACTCGCGGGTCCTGTAAGAGTCTATTGACAACTGCTAAATGGCCATAATCTGCTGCAAATTCTATGGCAAGATTATTGCGCGCGCCAGGATCTACTCGTGGGTCTTGAAGAAGTTTGTTTACTATTTCCAGACGACCATCAGCAGCTGCCCAACAGATGGCCTTATTGTTGTTGTATGCGTAGTCGATGTGTTCTTCTGCTACTTTGTGCCACTGTTTACAGACTAGTTGTATCCGGTGAATCAATGTCGGTGTGCTGAGGTGTATGAATATGCGGTCCAAAATTTCTGGGATGTGAGCAATCTGTTCAAGGGACATGTTGCGAAAGTAAAATAAATTTGGCGAACAAGTTTTGGTCTTGCCATCCAACAAAAAAAATAAATTGGTCCAGACAAACAAATATTTTTGACCCTACTAATAAAAGAAGAATATCCAACAAAACAAGAACTGTCATGAACGGGTTGATCAAAACCATTGCTGCTGCTCAAAAGCACTTTAGGAATACTCAACTGAGCGAGGTGCCGGTGAAGCCGTTTCCAAAAAATGTAGCACCAAAGTAGCAACAGCATTTTCAGGTAAATGAGTCCCGCATCTTGATGGAGCCATGGTTCCTCGACATTATTGCCAGTGTTTCGGATGATTTCAAGTGGGTTTTGTGTGGTATTGCAATGCAAGCGTTGGTCATTGCTGCAAACAATAGTCTGGAACAAGAATTGGCATAGAAAATGATTGCTAACGTTGCCAGGAAACACAAGAATTTCGTTCGCGATCCATGGGTTAGACTTTAGATTGAGGCAGAAGCATTTTTCGAGTTTGCCCAAATGTTGTATCCTGATATTTCGTTGGAAGACGCTGCCAGATAGACGATTCAAAGAATGAAGAACTGCTATTATCACGGAACCAACATTGCCAGTTATCACAGTATTGTTGCAAACGGTCTTTCATGTACAAAAAGAATCTACGACGAACACACCATCAATACGGTTGCCGATATACTTGGCCGCGAATAGTTTGGCTACTTTTTCATCAATTGTCAAGGTGCATTGTTTGTGGCTTCGTATCCTGCAGTATCTATTAGTTATGCAATTGGCAGCCCCGAATGGTTCGATGCACTTACACATCCAGATGTTGAGTTAGAAGGTGTTCCTCTTAGCGAGACATCACCGTATTAGTGTAGAAACAAAAAGGTTGCACTTGCACTCGTTGATCGTTATGTTGCAGAAAAGCATGGCAATACGACCGATGAACAGAGACAAATCGTTCATGACTTTGTAGAATAGCAATGGAACACTTTGGCGCAAGGTACAGAGACGGTTGTACTTGCCATGCAAATTCCAGACATTGACGATGCCGCTGCAGTCGATATTGAAGGTAATGATGGCAACTCGTACAGAAGAAAGGACATGGAAGTATTTGATGACAGTTTGCGTCAAGGCAAGTCCGTTTTGGATGCTTTTGCTGATGTTTTGGAACATATACGAGGCGACAATGATAGGGCCATCAGGGATGAGAGCAAGATTCCAAAGCAATTTACTGCTTATTTCATTGATGTGAAGAGCATTTTGGGGTCGACATGTAACATTTACGATAAATATAATTGAGCAGTTTGTTTCAAAATATAAAGTTGGTCGTCCCTGTTGTTGTTCAGGGTTGTTTCGAGGTCTTTCTTTTATTTTGCCATTATCGACTCCAAAAATGTGTCCAGATTGTTGGTGTAGAATATTGGCATGTTGTCGCCTTTGAGTTTGATACTGTTCAGACCTATGCGATCGTAGAATTCTTCGGCGCCGAATGCTGATTCGAGGTCGAGGCCGTGATAGCCGTAGCGGATTGCGTCGGTTGCTATTTTGGCAAGAAGTAGGGTGCCGAGGCCTGTTCCCTTTTGGATTGTTTCTATCCAGGACAGATGGATACCGCTTTTGTTGTTGGGGTAACGCTGGTTGATAAAGGTGTTGTAGTCGTCTTGTGGCATACAGGGTTCATCGTCGTTGGTGTCTTCATCTTCTTGGTCCTGTTCCTATTCTTCTTGTTCTTGGTCTTCTTCAGTCGAACTTGTTTGACCATTAGATTCTAAAGAATCGGCTTCATCAGAGTCAATTTCAGAGTCCGAGTCCGAATCACTGTCTTCGCAAACTTTGTACTTGAGCAGCTTTTCTGCTACGTGGTTGTGCATGGTGTGGCCCAAATATATTTGAGCAAAACCATAAAAGTTGCATGCCAATCCTTCGGACACAACAATGTACAATATGTCGCAACTGCTGAATGGTCGCTGTAGCTGCTTTTTCATGTACATGGTATCTTGTAATCCGTGCATTGTGTACGATTCTATCAGTCCCGCCATGAATGCTCTGTTCTTAAGGCTTTCTGAATCTCGGCCACTGTCTTCGTCGCGTGCGAGGTTGTCACAGGCTATGGTCAAGATCTTGACCTTTTTCTTGGCGCACTGTTGTTCAATGTAGCTGTCGGCTTGCTACAACAACTACCGCTATCTGTCACGACTCATGTAGCCGTCTCGGGAAGGAGTTACTTTGTAGTCCAATGCCTTCTTGCCAAGTGTATCATTGAGAACGGCATTGGTTATCTTGAGGCAAGTATCGGTCAAGGTTTCTCCAAATGACTTTTGCCTTTTTTCGGTGTTGCCATTGCTGCTAAGACCACCTTCTTGCTCAAAATCACTACGAGGTCGAATCTGACGAAGCATGTTTGCTATGTTTGGGGTAAACGAGTTTACAGTTGGCAGATATTATTATATTTGATGCAATATGCTAGAAATAAAGAATTCAAAGTCCTTAACGCTGAACCTGTATTTTGATATATCAAATGTTTTTCACAAAATTGCACTAATTTAAAATCATCATCCTTGTTTAACTGGATAATAATTTACAACCTCTATCGAACACAAACCATGAATCCATTTAAACTCTTAGGAGCGACGAAACGACAAAATTTAGAAACTTGTACTTTTGCTGGTAAAGAAATTACCATAAACTGGACTCGCGTGGAGAACTTGCTTGAAAAGTACAAAAATCTCAACTGCCACGGTTGGGTGTGTTCATCCAATAATAGTGTCGATCATATAAGTATTCGAGATCATCGACATGAAATTATTGGTGTTTTAGCTTTTATTGATCGCTGTATAGGTCCAGTCACCGATAAATCCGAAAATAGGACACAATGTACGAGCCACTATCTTCGACAAACTGTTGAAAAATGGTTACATCACAAAACTAGATCTACGGAAGCACATGTATCTAACGGAATCGTCATTTTGTGCATGATGTATATGCAATATGATTATTCGGCTTGGTCGAACGATTTATTAGATTTGTTATATGATTGTAATTATTCATATTTTACCTTTGAATTGTTGCCAGAGAAGGAGGAGAAAACAAAGGCAACAAAATTTAGACATTTACATCCATGTTTGGGTGGCATGAGTAAAAAAATTGACAACAAAGAAAAAGAGCCTCCTTTTCAGGCACAATCTCTTGTTTGGACAAAGCTTTTCCCTCTTGGCGAGTGCAGGTAGTATGTTGAAAACAAAAAATCGGGTGTATATGAAATTTATCGCAAATCTGAGTACGGCGAGTATTGTGTTCTGTACGTTGGCTCTTCTGGAGATGTGCGTTCAAGATTGCATTAGCACGCAGATTTAAAAGGTGGCAACAAAGAACTCACGACTGCCATTGTAAAACGTGGGATAGAAAACTTTTATGCACGTTGGGCGCCGACTGTAGATGTTGAAAAGGTATATCGGGGTGTAGAAGAAGCACTAATCAAGTAGCATGGTTTCGGTGAAGGTGGTCTGTACATTTACAACAAAACAGAGTCAACAAATATGGGCAAAAAACGAATACTGGAGATTGAAGAAGATGAAGCGTCAAATTTTGGTGAAGCATCATCAGCTGCACAAATGAAGCCTATAAAGAGAATACGAGCAGAAAAAAACAGTAGCAAAACATAGGAATAGAATTAGCCACAAACATACATTACACCTGAGGCGATGCAAAAGTTGTGTAATAATTGGATGAGATATTCTTATTATTAACTTTCGGCTTATTTTTTTGAATATTTTAGAGACTAATGGCGGTAGCTTTTTTGGTTCTCAAATCCTCGTGGCAACGGTTGTAAAATAAAATATATTTTTCAAAAGTCTGCTTGTTTAGAGAATAGAACACAACACATGTATTTTTTACAATAATCATCCACTTTCAGTATCAAAGTGCAGCACCAAAACAGATTTGTCGCCAATAGTGGCAGTGGTTGTACTCATGAGATTGTTGAAATCAAAGCAGCCGCAATGCTCCAATTGCATAAGTTTTACAGCCAGATCTAATGCTGTTCCATAATTGATTTTGTAGTCTTGTGAACGTGGTGAGAAGCAAAGATGACCATGGCGCTTACCTAGGTCAACAAGTTGATACGCTTCGTCTTGGTTTACCTCTGGATTGGTGCGATGCAGTTCGGGTTCAGATGGTTCCAAGTAAATTCTGCCTACATACAGGTAATCCAAATTGATGCAATAAAAGAAATCTTGAATCTAAGGTATCTTGTCAACAAGTCTATGAGTGTATCCACAATCGATAATCACGTGGTCATATTCGTCCTGATTCTTGGTGAAAGTCTTGGTCTTTGAGACGACGCTCTTGGTCTTGCTCTGCTTCTGGATACCTTGGGGTCCGGTGGTTTTTGTGGTCATTTTTTCTTGAGGGTACAGGGGTGTAGCAATGCAAGTTGTTTTTTGGCCAAGTTGAAATTTTTGGGCAGACAAGTTCCAAAATTCAATATTTTACATTTCATTTACGAGTCCATGGTCTCGAAAATCACAAACAATTCGTCTGCCTGCGCTATTTTTGCACCAGCAAGGTCTGTCCGGATCAACGGTTGACTGCTGATCCACGGCCTGTCAGTGCGAACCAATTGTTGTTGACCACCTGTGCCTGCCTTGTCCTTGATGTAAATGGTGATTTTATCCTCTGCGATTGACCCCGATTGCTGCTGCTGCTCCTACCGGTAGTATGCTCGATATGCTTCACGCATGGTGACAAATTTGACTTTCAAAGACTCATTGTCCGTCACCTCCATGTACGATGAAGTCATGAACCTATCATTTTCTAAAAAGTGGACCAAGTAGCGTTGAGATTGCATTGATTACAGAAAGAAGGGGTGGTGAGTGGTGAAAAATTGTTGTTGTTTTTTCTGTTCAGCCAACATGACCAACAAAAAAAATTGTTACCTCAAACACAAACACACTACTCATGTCCGCTCTTTCAGAATATCCTTACCACACCATCAATCACAATTTGAGACTCTACATTCTCTCTTTTCTGTCAAACTATGGCTACAACAATCGCCCATGTGACTGTTACAAGGACCATGGTTACAGTAATGGTGGCTGTCCCAAACATGACTACGGCTACTTTTTGTCCGATCCAACGCGCACCATTTATCGCATTAGCTACATGCACAGCTTTGTGGACATTAACCTTGATTCTAAATATTTGACCCACGGTGGTTATTTCAGTGGAACAAAGAGCATCACCTTGTATTTCGACTTGGATAGACTGTCCGAAGTGGAACAGAAAGTGCGTCGCTTTATTCAATACATGTGTCGCCAAACCATCATACTACGCATACATATTCCGCTGACCATAGAGGCCACCGATCAACTGATGAGTATTATTGTCAACCAATCATGGCCCAAGAATGTAGCCTTCAGTATCGCGTACGACTACAACGACGACCGTAATGACGACTGGGACGAAAATGATCACCAAGCACTATTCTAGTATCTCAAAGGCATTGTCGTTCATTCATCGATCCGATAGATTGTATTATATTACCTAGGCATCAACTAGGACGAACCATTCACATGGTAGCACTATTATGATCTTCTGGAAAGCCTACCACAAAAGTATCGCAACAAATTCTTGTGCATCCATTCGTGTATCGATAATTTCGATCAAGGCTGGCAGTTACCACAGATGAACGCATTGACGCAGCCCAAATTTTGGCAGTTGGTTGCTCCGACTCTTTATGACTGTCCCGTGTTAATTAGCATAAAACATTGTCCCAAAGAAATCTTGGATGTCTTTTTGGAGCATGGTTTCCCAAGACTGGACAGACTATCGAAGTGTGTTCCCTTTGGTCTCTTAAAGGAAATGGTCAACAGACCACACTTGCACCAACATCTACCCAAAGAATTTAGCGTGAGCGACCAATGTGAAGACGATGCTATAGACCTATGTGAACTCATTGGCCAGCTTACAAAAATCAAGGTGAACAAACTATAGTTGCCACTGTATTGGAAAATTAGCGACTGGTCCTTGCTCGAACAAAAAGTCCAACAAGTCTTTGAAAAATGGGGACCTGAAACGCCCATTCGCATAGAAAGCGACAACAAGCAATACTTATGCACTTGTGAAACCATAGCAAATTCTATTTGTATCAACCAAATCAAGTGCGACCTAGTAAATCTGCCCGTTGCTTTATCCCGAGAAATTACAATGGCTCTGTGTAACATAATAAAAAAACAGCAACAGAAAAACCGCGAAAATAAATGACACAAGAACAGGGACCTAGGTGTTTTAGTTGTTCAAAAAATGTGTCCCTGACATCGTTCAAGGCAGTTTCCATGCGCATTAACTTGTTGTCAACTAAAACTTTGCATACATCAACAGGCACGTATCAGATTTGAAACTGAGATCCAGCTGCAAACTAGTCTGGTCGCTTGGGTTACCCAAAAAATATTTGCTTCTGTTGGCTTTGCCAGTTTTCAAAGACATGAAAGTGCCGTTTCTGGAATGAACCTATCCAATTACATAAGTACCTGCCTTGTCGCATATTGCTTCAACAATCATCTTGGACTCTTCTGGCTAAAAACGTAGCTTCATGTGTACAAAGAGGTTATCGACTATAAACCAATTGGTCAAAGTGCTTGCCTATCTCTCATGCCCAATTGCAAAGAAAAATAAAAAGCTATTGTCGGGAAGTGGCACAGTATTAGGTATCTTGATCACTTGCCACGCAAGATAATTGAGGCAATAGTATACCAACTCTGCTCGAAGTTCCATTGTTGCCCTCAAGTTGGCATGTGCATTCTCATTGGGGGTGAGGAGTGAATAAACACAGTCCGGAAAAGCGGCTGCTACATTTTCGACACTGCACCCTTGACGCATATAGTCCAAAATAAATGCAAAGAATCGTGGATTCCTGTCGATGAAGAATTCTGTTTGTGTGGCAGGTGAGCGCTCCAACAAGACAGTAAAGTAGTTGGGTTGTTTGGCGCCGTCTAAAACTTCCATGTTTCCCAAAGTATCTCTGGTTGTTTGATACTTGGTTCCTCCAACATTGAGCGTGATGATGGTTTCGGGTGCTGATGTTGTTGAAGCAGACATGTAAAGTTGAGGGGTGCTGATGGAAAACTTTTGGCAAACAAGTTTCAGAAACCCGATATTTTTTGTCAAGTCCCTGATGTTGTTCAAGGTCGCTTCAAGTGCAAATGCTGGTTTCAATGACAAAAAACCAATTTCAGGATACCATCAAACCTAATGTTCAAAATTACAAAATCTCGGGACATACCAACAGTTTATTCCATGCTCAATATACATATATCATGTGCTTTGGTTGCCGACGTATTTGATTTACCATGTCCATGATGCTCTAATCTTCCTTCTGCTGCTCAGAAAGCACCAAATCTACGCGAAGACTCTTTTCTGGCGAAAACTGAAGCAGCAGATCCAGAAGGGCAGTATACTAGCTGTGGATACGGACAGCAAAATCCATAATCTTGTTGCTCTTGGAAATAAACTCCAAAATAGCGCCAGATTCCTCGTAGGGAGTTTGTTCCTCTTCACCTGGGAAAAAACTTAAATTCAAATATCCTATGTAGTCGAACCTTTCGGTCAGTTCAATGAATTCTTGGGCGCTTCTCGGACGACCTAGAAGTAGATAGTTTATTCTCTACTTGTCGAGGATGCTAATTATTGGTTTCGGGGAGCGAAAATGGTTAACGCTCAGTCGGCCGAGTTTGGGAAACGATATTTTGGTTGGCCAAGTAATATCTGAATTCGACCTTTCAATTTCCAAATCCCTAATGTTCGGTGCCATTGCCTATAACAACTTGAACCACTTTTCGCTATCCTCCGGAAGCAAAGTTTTGATCCTAAGCGATTCGATCAATGGAATCATTTCGGCCGGTATGACTGCATCATTGCTACAAACATAATTCCCGCGAACCTTGGATTGTATATTTGCCGTCAAGATTTGATCTTCGAGTGGTAGTTGGCACAAGTCAAGGCGATCAAACCATATTCTACTAACATTGGGCAAGAGAATGTAGTCTCTAAATTCCATCATATTGCCCGTAAAAAAGCACGTGTCCACTTGACAATCTACTTTCTTGCAACATGGTGGCAATAATGCAGCAACAAAACTAATATCTTCCGCATACACCATAAACCTTAAAGTTCTTTTGCGAAACCGTCTGCCGTTTTGCTTGGTCTGCTTACAAATACGCTGCCAAAATCGCTGAAAAATCTGTTTGCCAGACTGTTCGTATTCGTGCCAACCTATTGTCAAGTGAATATAGCTGACATCACTGTAGGCGTAGTTTTCTGGTATATACATCACTAATGATGTGTGTAAACAAAAAGGTGTTCGACTACTGTCGCCAATTTTGTAGCAGTACAGCTTGACAGGGTCACATTCGCATACTAGATTGTATGAACAGATGTATTGGATGAGTGAAGATGGCAGACTGCGTGTTTGGGGTGTTGGTTCGAGTGACATTTGTTTGTTGTTGAGGAAGGGGTGTGGGTAATGTTTTTTTTTGTGATAGTGGGCAAAAGGTCCAAAAATATTTGACAAACAAGTTTCAACGCTTTGCTACAATTTTATTCATTCATAGTGAATGCGCTGGTCATCAAAAACGATGCGATTCTCGTCATTGTATTCAATAGGCAACTCAAACTATTGTTCTTCAACATTGCCAGCATAGCCATGACGAGCCACTGCCCTGCGGTCTGCTTCGAAGATGGCCTGGTTCAAAAAATCAATGATTCGCGAATTGTACTCATTGGGGTGCTGCAAGTTGAGAGCAACATACATGTCTCTGAGCAAAGCAATGGCATCGTCGGGATACTTGTTGGAAAAGTCAATGGTAAGCTTTTGACCAGCAATGGTTACAGCAGGGATGGTTTGAACAGAGCCTTGTTCGTCATAGAGTGGCCTCGTGAGCGCACCATCTTGCCACTTGAGAATATTGTCCTTTTTGGATTCATCTTGAGCATATTGTTGGGACCAAAGACGAAGATGACGGTCGGTTTTGATTGCGTTGGTTGTGTTTGGGGTTGACATATGGTGGTTTGTTGTGTTAAGGGGTTGGAAAGAGAATTGTTTCTTTTGAAAATATTCTTCAACGTTGTACTTAAGCGCGACTAACACTGATCTCGAACAAAAACAACAGATTCACAAAAACAAATGCCACAACAACAGGGACTCGTATGTTTTTTGTTAGTTATATTTGTTGTCCCTGATATTGTTCAAGATTGCTTCAAGTACAAAATATTTATTCAAAATTTACACGATACGATGTTCGCACCACACGATTTGGATTATTCTCGATAGATTTAAGATTTCCCAATACCACTTCTCCGTATTTCTATTCTTCAATGAATACAAACTTCAATACAAGATGTTTTTGGGGCGCAAATTCAAGCAACAAGTCTACTAATTCGGCATGATATGTATCGACTGTGATATGTAAAGCTGCAACATTGTTACAACTGGAAATATATTCTACCATAGATTTAACTTCCTCGTATATGCATTTTCTACTAAAGTCGATATACAACTTGTCTACATGGTCAAAACTATCCAACAGTTCCATAAATATTTTGGAGTTGTGCAATCTGTGACACTTTAGCTTTTGAATTTGCTACATGTCCAAAATATTGATCATCGTCAAGAGCGAATCGTTACATGCTCCGTCAACGTCAAGTGTTTCGAGCCGCGGGAATGATATCTTTTCGACCCAGTCGATTTCGTTTGTAACGATGCCAAATAGTAATGTTTTGAGTTGTTGCGAAAGGGTTTGGAGACATTGAAAATATTTACAGGCTAGCTAGGGTTCCACATTTGGTATATGCAACGATTCTATCATTGGAAGTTTTTCAAGAAGAATGTCGATGGTAACAGGTTCAAGTGTATAATGTCCTCGAACCTTGGACCGGATAGCTTTCGCAAGAGTAGGATCGTTCAACGCATCTGTTACATTGATGTCATGCAATGAATTAATGAATACTCGGCTGACGCTGGGTTCAATAATGATGTCCCTATGGTCGAGCAAGTTATGGAATCTTTGACCAATCACATACTACACGTCCACGTCAATTTTGTTGTTGCCGGACAGTGCTATACACGAAGCTATATTGTCGCTATAGTAATCAGGTATTTTGAACTTCAATTTCTGTGCTCGAAACCGTTTCTGCTTTTCGATACGCTACTAAAGCATTGTAGCCCAAAAATATAATTCATGCTTGTATTCACTCTTGTACCGCACGTACCAAGAAATATTTGTGAATTCGATAAATATGACATCATTGTATGCATAGTACCAAGAAAAGGGTATTTTGACAGATGTATGCGCGCAAAATGGTGTTCTGTCGCTGTCGCCTTTTTTGTAGCAGTACAGCTGAACAGGGTCACATTCACGTTGGTATTTTGATTTGTAGAGAATGTAGGAACATATGTATTGGATGATGTGCGATGGCAGTTTTCGAGTTTGAGGTGTTGCTTCGAGTGACAACATTTGTTGGTTGTTGGTTGGCAGTGGGGTGGAATGTTGAATTTTAGGAACAAAGGGGGTGCCGAGAAGAGAAAAATAAACAAATTTTGGAGGCGACTCAAAGTTTATGACAAATTATTTTATAATTGGTTGGCGTCAATGTTGACCTTACTCGTTCGTCCTACATGAGTCTCTTTACCACTTCTCTGTGATCGTTGTAGTGTGCCCACAAAATTACATAATTATCTCCGGCACTAGGATCGACACGTGGGTTTTCCAGAAGTCTGTTCACTACGGCCAAGTGACCATATGTAGCTGCATATTTAATGGCATGGTTATTACTGGCGCCAGGGTCAACTCTTGGGTCCTACAGCAGTCTATCGACAACTGCCAAATAGCCACGTGATGCTGCCCGTTTGATTGCTTCATTATTCTGATCACCAGGATTGACTCTTGGATCTTCGAGCAGCCGATTCACGATATCTATGTGGTCACGTGCAGATGCCACACGAATAGGTTCGTTTTTCCAGACGGCAGGATTGACTTTGGGATTTTGCAAGAGTTTGTTTACTAGTTCTAAATGCCCGAAAAAAGATGCCCAACGAATAGGGTAATTGTTGTTGCAGGTGTAGTCGACATGTTCATCTGCTACAGTATACCATTGCCTGTTGACCAGTTGTATTTTGGTAACCAATGTCGACATGTCCAAGTGAACAAAGATACGGTCCAAGATTTCTGGGATGTGAGCAATCTGCTGAAGGGACATGAATTCGAAAAAAAAGCTTTGGTCCAAAAAAATTTTGGCAAACAAGTTTTTTTTTCGTTCGCTCGCTTTCGACGCACCCCCTTCTGCACAAAACAATTTCCCAACAAACACATCATGGGAGCCACCAACATTCTTCCCATTACAGCCATATCCGCTCGCTATGACCTGTCTACTAATGACTGGATCGAATTGAATCGCTACAAAAAAGGCGACAGCAGCGACTGGTTTTCTTTGGGCGTGTTTTCTTACGAGAGCGACGAGCCCGAATAGATCATGGTGACACTCTAGGATGGTAGCATTTTCAAGACAACTGCTTTTTTACATTGTAATAATGCAGTTAGCAGGGACGACAAGGGCAAAAACATGTTTGGATACCATCAGCGCGAGGAATGGCTGACTTCGGATGGCGATGCCGATGCTGCGATCAACAAGGCCATTTGTTGGTGCACATTCAGGGAAGTCGCAGGTTTCACTGCCAATATCACTTTACCATTGGCATTGGCGTCGGACAAGGATGAGGATGTTGATGATGGCACCCATGCCGTTAGCCAATTTGCTCTGCTTATTTTTGGCGATGATGGTCCAAGCACTTCAATACCAAGATATGATGTGCGTTGTCGTGTAATCGAATTATAAACATGTGTGTAATGCTATTTATTTTTTGGCAATGAAGGGATTTGTTGATGTGTTCGAGTGAACAAAAAATGAATGCTCCAGTTGGACGCGTCCAACCATTAGATTCTATAGAATCGACAACAACATCAGGGACTGACTAACTTGCTTCGCTGGTTGGCTATGGTCGACTTTTTACGACTTGTTTCGTGTTTCAACCATCAAGCCAACTTGAATTACATCATCTTTGTTCACACTTGTGCTAATCATTATTGGAATGTTGACCTTACTCGTTTATCCTACAAGAGTCTATTCACAACTTTCATATCACCATTGTCTAATGCCTCTCGGATAGTCTCGTTACCTACAGCACTCGGGTCAACTCTGGGGTCCTCTAGGAGTCTATAAACAATTGCCACATGACCATTTCTGGATGCCCGTCGAATGGCCTTGTTATTTTTTGCACCAGGGTCAACTCTGGGGTCCTCTAGGAGTCTGTTCACTACAGCCAAGTGACCATTTCTGGATGCCTTTCGGATGGCATAGTTATTTTCATCACTAGGATCGACTCGTGGGTCCTCTAGTAGTCTGTTCACAACTGCCAAATGGCCATTTTCTGACGCATATTGAATTGCTTGGTTATCGATGGAACTCGGGTCTACGCGCGGGTCCTCTAGGAGTCTGTTCACAATTGCCACATGGCCATTTTTGGATGCCGCTCGGATAGCATGATTACTCATGGTATTAGGTTCTACCCTTCTTGTATCTAGTGCATTCGTGGACGTCCAAGATAGGAGTGCATTTACTATTGCCAAATGGCCATTTTCGGATGCGACTGTGATGGTATAATGGATAGGTATGACGCGTGGGTCCTGTAATAGTCTATTGACGATTTCTATGTAACCTTTTTTAGATGCATATGTAATTGCATCGTTATAGTGGTCGTTTGGATCGACCCTTGGGTCTTGTAACAGTCTATTGACAATCGTTAAATGTCCACACAAAGATGCCCATCGAATAGCTTGATTATTGCGCGCACTGGGATCGACTTTGGGGTTTTCCAAAAGTCTGTTTACTAGTTCTGTATGACCGTTCATAGATGCCCAACAAATACAAAAGTTGTTGTCGTATGCGTAGTCAACGTGTTCATCTGCTACTTTGAACCATTGCTTGCAAACGAGTTGTATTCGATAGACCAATGTTGGTGTGTCCAGGTGCACAAAGATGCGGTCCAAGATTTCGTCAATGTGAGCAATTGGTTGAAGGGACATGTTGTTACGAGAGCAAAAAAAAATATTTGTTGTTGTGAAGTGGTCTAGACAGAAATTTGTTTTCGACTTTTGATCTGGGTGCAACGTGCAACAAATAAAATTTCTGAGAGCAACTTTCGAAAACTTGTTGTCCAAAAAAAATAATCTGGCAACTTTGCAACTCCGGACAGATCAGAGAGACTCGCGACTTTGAACAACCAACACAACCTTCTCCTCTTACCCTTCCTCGTTTCACTTTATCAACACATGTCCATCATCAGTTACGATCCATACAACAGCAATTATTACAACTCCACAAATCTCACGACAAGATATGGCACATATCAAGAAGCTTATGCGGCAAGATTAGACAGCAGGCCGAGTTATTACTAGTCCACGGGCAGCGCGGGCAACACATTAGCATCAACATCAACTGGATCTGGATCTGGATACAGCAGCGGTGGAGGATATTACTTGGATCAAGCAAGGAGGCAATTTCGTCGCAGAGTATTTTGTCTGTTCATGATACCTGCCACATTCATTTGTCTGTTGGTGTTGGCGGCGTTTCTGATGTATCTGATAATCTTTATCGTTGCAAATACACGAGGTGGTTGATCATAAATGAAAAGCAAGTTTATCTTTTGTATTGTATGTCATTTTTTCTATGGCGTCCATGTGGATCGCACACGTTCATCTTTTAGGAGTCTGTTCACTATGGCTGTGTGACCATGTTTTCGTGCAATGTATGCGGCTTCATTATTGCTGGCAGTAGGATTGACTCTGGAGTCCTCTAACAGTCTGTCGACAACTGATAAGTGACCGTTTTTGGACGCTTCTCGAAGAGCCCAGTTATTTTCGACACTAGGATCAATTCTTGGGTCTTCCAATAGTCTGTTCACTATGGCTATGTGACCATTTTTGGACGCCCAACGAATGGGATTGTTTGTTTTACCAACAGGATCGACTTTTGGATTGCGTAAAAGTTTATTTACCATATTTGTACATCCTTTATATGAAAACCAACTAATAGGCCAGTTGTTTTTGTAGGTGTATTTCATAGGCGAAGCCAGTCGATATGTTCGTCTGCTACAATATACCATTGTTTGTTGACTAGTTGTATAATATGAACCAGGGTTGGTGTGTCGAGATGGACAAAGATACGGTCCAAGATTTCTGGGATATGAGCAATATGTTGAAGAGACATGAATTCGAAAAACGTTGGTTTCTTGAAAACGCCTTGGTCCAAAAAAATTCTGGCAAACAAGTTTTTTTTACTGTTCTGACCTTCTTTGCCAACTTACAAAAAAGATAGATCCTAAGACAGAACTCGTTCATCTTGCTATAGCCTTAATACTACTTCTACGTGTCCATTTTGAGCGGCTAATTCTATGGCAGAGTTATAGTAGTCACAAGGATCGACTCGTGAGTCCTACAATAGTCTATCTACTACTTCCAAATGACCATTTGCAGATGCACATCGAACAGCATCATTATTGAAGGCACCCGGATCGACTCTTGGATCTTCCAGCAATATATTAACAACTGCTAAACGGCCATATATGGATGCCTGTCGGATGGCATGGTTATCTAGGGCACTAGGATTGACTTTGGATTTCTACAAGAGTTTTTGTACGGCTGCCAACATACCTTCGGTAGATGCTCGACGAATGGGCCAGTTGCAGTCGTAGGTGTAGTCGATGTGTTCATCTGCTACTTTGAACCACTATTTGCAGACCAGTTGTATCCGGTGAACCAATGTCGATATGTCCAAATGAACAAAAATACGGTCCAAAATTTCGTCAATATGGGCAATTTGTTCAAGGGACATGTGGATTGAAAAAAAATAATTTTGTTTGTTGTTCCTGTTGTCGTTCAGGGTTGTTTCGCGTGCAGAATTTTTAAGTAAAGTAAATGTGTTACATGTATGTATTTGGTTCAACAACAGGGACTTTTTTTTATTACGTCATCTTTGTTGTTCAGCTTTGTACATCCGTTATTCTGTCAAGTCGAATTCTTCATCTTTACGGCGTGTGTATTCTCGAATAACAATGCCGTACAAAAAATCAGGATCGAGTCGTGGGTCTTTGAGTAGCCTGTCCACAACTTCCAAGTGCCCATTACCAGCTGCACGTTGAATGGCTTCGTTATGGTAAAAACTAGGATCGACTCGCGGGTCCTATAATAGTCTGTCAACAACTTCCAGATGACCATTTGCGGATGTTTCTCGAATGGCTTCGTTATTATTGGCGCTAGGATCGACTCGTGGGTCCTCCAATAGTCTATTGACAACTGCTAAGTGACCATTTTCGGATGCCAATCGAATAGAATAATTATTATCGGCACTGGGATCGACTCTTGGATCGTTGAGCAGTTTATTCACGATTTCTATGTTACCACGCTGAGATGCGAATTGGATGATCGAGTTATCTCGGGCACTAGGATCGATTCTGGGATCTTCGAGTAGTCTGTGAACTACTGAAAACTAACCATATTGGGATGCAAATATAATGGCCCGGTTATCACAAGAACAAGGATCGACTTTGGGATGCGAAAGTAATTTGTTGACGAGTGCGAGATTACCATGCCAGGATGCCCAACAGATGAGCCAATTGGCATCGTAGGTGTAGTCTATGTGTTCGTCTGCTACGGTATACCACTGCTTGCAGACCAGTTGGATTTTGGTAGCTAGTGTTGATTTGTCCAAATGAACAAAGATGCGGTCCAAAATTTCGTTAATGTGGGCGATTTGCTGAAGGGGCATGGGAACTAAGTTAAAATACTTTTTGTTGTTGATGTGAGGTGGTCCAGACTTTCAGAAAAATTGTTTGGACATTTGGTCTGGTACAAAATTTTTTGGCAAGCAAGTTTCGAAAGTTAGACCAGACTGCCCAAAAATATTTTTTGAAGACCCAAAGTTTTTAAATCCTGTTCATGCACAGTGATACATCAAATGTTTTTAACAAGACTACACTAATCCAAAACCATCATCCTTGGTTAGTTGGTCAACAATCTACAAACTAACTCTATTCTCTATCTCACTCAACAAACCATGAACTCAATTGACGTTAACCCAGGAGTAGAACGAATCAAATTCGAAACTTGCACTTTTGCTGGTAAAGAAATTTCCATTAACTGGACTCGCATAGAAGACTTGCTCAAAAAGCACAAAAATCTCAATTACTATGGTTGGACACGTGATTCCGACAGCGACATTAGTCGTATTAATATTAGGGATCATAAGCAAGAAATCATTGTTGCTTTGGCCTTTATTAGTCGTTTTGTAAGACCAATTGCTGTTTATAGTGAACCCCCCGAATTTATGGTTTGTGACAGTCATTTCCTTCGAGATAGTGCTGAAAAATGGTCACATTTTAAAAGAAGATATATGGGTCATATTTCAAATGGCATCATTATTTTATGTATGGCGTATATGAATCATATCGAATAGGATTATGATTATATCAGTGAGATACCTAACAATTTATCGACTTTACCTGACCCCAGCATGTGGTTTTCCATTATAATTTTACCATGGGAAAAGAAGATACAAAAAACATTGCCTGTAAAAGATAGTGGTAATAGCGAAAAGATTGATAGCAAGGAAAAATAGCCTTCTCACCGAATAAAGGAGTTTTTAGACATCACGGATAAAAGGATTGACAGCGACGAAGATGAAGATGAACTACAAATATAGTCTCTTGTTTGGTCAAAGCTTTTCCCTCTTGGAGAGTGCAGGTAGTATGTCGAAAAAAAGAGGGCAGGTATATACGAAATTTATCGCAAGTCTGAGTATGGAGAGTATTGTGTTCTGTACGTTGGCTCTTCTAATAATGTTCGTTATAGGTTGCATAAGCACGCAAATTTAGGCGGCGGCAACAAAGAACTTACTACCGCCATTGTAAAACGTGATATTAAAAACTTTTATGCACGTTGGGCGCCGACTGTAGATGATGAAGATGTATATTAGAATACTGAAGGGGCACTGATCGAGCAGCATGGTTTTGGTAAAGACGGTCTATATATTTACAACAAGACCAAATCGACAAAGATGGGCAGAAAGAGAAAACACGATGCCATGGAAGAAGATGATACGGAAGAAGATGATATGGAAGAAGAGTGGAATTACAGTGAAGCATCTTCATCGTCACCTGCACCAACGAAATCTACAGTGAGACCGCAAGAAGAAGAAGATGACGATAAACCGGTAACAACAAAGCAAAAGAAACCAAAGACGAAGCATCACAGCTTCACCTAGGATGACGCTGAAGATGACAATATCGCAAAATTGAAAGCTTCACAAAAAGTAATGGAAGAGTTGTGCAAGTCGTGGAGAGGGAGAGCAACCGGCGTTGCACTTCTTCAGAAGAGGAAATAAACACTTTTGAATATACTTCTTGCTCATAATTGTTGTATACACATAAACTATTGGTTCAAAAATATATAGTCCAAAAAATTATATCGTCTGAACACGATAACCCATGAACATGCAACTGGCCCTTCCCCAAAAACCAGCCTTGCTCAACCTGTGACACGCGGCAAATAATCCGTTGCTATACACGTTGACCGAACTCGTTCATCCTACAAAAGTCTATCGACAACTGCCACATGACCTCTTTGAAATGCTTGTTTAAGCGCAAAGTTACCGAAAGCACTAGGATCTACTCGCGGGTCCTAAAGTAGCCTCTCAACCACTGCCAAATGACCAAACATAGATGCACCATGGACAGCTGTGTTATTGTGAATGCTGGGATCGACTCTTGGGTCCTCTAACGCTCTATTTACGACTGCCAATTGACCATGCTCGGATGCATATAGCAATATAGAATTACCTCTAGTACCAAGATTTACTTTGGGGTTCTGTAGCAATTTGTTAATAGCAGCTAAATTACCGCTTCGAGATATACTAACAATGGCAAGGTGGCTTTCGTGGTTGTAATCGACATGGTTTTCGGCTACTTTGTACCATTGCTTGTTGACCAGTTGTATTTTGTGAACTAACGTTCGTGTGTCAAGGTGCACGAAAATGCGGTCCAAAATTTCGTCAATGTGGGCAATTTGGTGAAGGGACATGTTTTCAAAAAAATAAATAATTTTGGAGCGGGCCACAAAAAATATTTTTGGCAAACAAGTTTCGAAAAGTCGGACTGCTCAAAAAAATTTTGACAACAATTTGCGGAAACAACTTTGAACTATCCAAAAAAACATTCTTCTATAAACAAAATTACTACCCATGTGTGACTCTGCTCTTCTATTGTCTGAATCTCTTGGATTTAGCTATTCCAATACAACTGACGATGACCACAAATCTAAATACGGTCAATTTTTCACACCCAAGGAAGTTGCCATGTTTATGGCTTCGTTTGCTGGAAAGACCCTGTGCTCCAAAGAGCATATTCACATTCTCGACCCTGGTGCAGGAACAGGCATTTTGACAGTGTCACTTTGTCATTATTTGGTACAGCAAGCCCCACCAACTACTTTGAAAAAAATTACGTGTACTCTCTACGAATAGGATGCAGATATTATCATGTAGCTTGAACAGACCATGCAACAACTACATGCAAGTTTCAATGCAACAAACATGACACTGGAATACAACATAGTAAATGATGATTTTGTGATTCGAGCAGCATCCAGCGACAGAACGGGAAAGTTTGACGTGGTCATTTGCAACCCGCCATACTTTAAAGTCAATGCCAAAAGTATCCATGCAACAGCAACAAAAAACATTGTTCAAGGCCAATGTAACATGTATACGCTCTTCATGTCACTCAGTGCACTTTTGTTGAAAGAGGATGGTTTGTTGTTATTTCTGGTCCCTAGAAGTTTTACTTCGGGCAAATACTTTGAAAAGTTTCGCAAAGAATTCTTTGGTCACATGTCGCTCGACGCGGTTCATTTGTTTCAATCGAGATCTGATGCCTTCAAAAAGGACAATGTGCTTCAAGAGAATATTATTTTACTATGCCGCAAAAATCAACATCAATCTGCTGAGATACAGTTATCGGTATGTGAAGGCGCATCAGACATTGGCTCGCGCATCATTCGTAGAGTTGCTTCCGATATTGTCTTGTGTTCTGCGAATATCGTGCGCTTGCCCTGTACCGAACAAGAAGATCAAACATTGCAGCAAGTTGACGAGTGGGAGTGTTCGTTATCAAAACTTGGATTTGCAGTATCGACGGGGCCCATTGTTGCATTTCGTGCACAGAGTCACATCATCGAGAACAAGGAAAAAGGAAAATATCCGTTACTTTGGATGCATCATGTGAAGCCAATGGCGATAGAATGGCCCATTGTTTCACTTAAGAAGCCACAATACTTGACTGCCACTGCACCGGAAAACTTGTTGGTTTCTTGCAAAAACATGGTTTTGTTACGAAGATTCAGTGCAAAGGAGCAAGAACGTAGAGTCATTGCATGTCCACTGATCGCAAGTGATTTAAGTAGCAGTTTGGAAAAGCTGGGCATCGAGAATCATCTCAATTACATAACGGGAGTCGACACAGAAATGACTGACGAGCAAACTTTTGGATTGGCAGCTTTACTTTCCAGCGATATTGTTGATCGTTATGTTCGCATCTCTAGTGGAAACACTCAAATTAGTGCAACTGAATTGGGATTACTTCCACTGCCGGATATGAATATCTTGGAGCGTATTGGCAGAAAATTGATAGACGTATCAGACCGTTCATTGAGTGTAGTCAACCAAATAATTGTTGAAACTCTTGCAACAAAGAAGAAGAGATTGGTGGCAATTGAACATGCGGATGGTCCGCAAAGGAAAAAAACAAAATGAAACAAAGTTCTGGATTTTTTTGGCAAACAAGTTTAGTTTTAATTAACGGTGTACATGGTTATGCTGTTCACTGCAACTAATTTCTGTATTCAATGTCCACAAACAAGCCACTAATTTCAAACAGACTCCAGATGTGTTCCTTCTCGAAACCACCAGCCTCGTCAGTCAATTCAACCTCAATCTCCAGTCCGGTATGTGGGCTAGATATCAAGTTGTAGAATTTGCCCACGCCTGCAAAGTAAAATTCGTTGCCTCTTCTTTCCATGATGCCGGTATTGGAACTAATAGGACCGTTCAAACCATATTGCGTCGCAGTGAGTCGAGCCTCTTTGATCCATGAAGCGGGAACGTTGGTGAATGTAAACTTTTCGAGCAAGTCACAGTATCTCTTGTTCGAAAAAGAAATGCTTTTTTCAGAAAATGTATGCGAGTAATGTTCATTACCACTATTCACACGAACCGCCCTGTAGTTACCCGTATTCAAAGGTAAAACAATGCTACACACGGCAGCTGTTCCGTTTCTACAGGTTTGGGGAGCGATAGGTACATCGTTAAACCACTTATTGTCGTTAGTAACTATAGTAATGGTGTTGGCAGATTTGACACATGGACAAGGTGCGGAACAAGAACAATCGGTTGGCATTTTTTGTTTTCTTGAAGAGGGTTGAGTCGTTTCAGTGAAGGATTTGTTGATTGAAGATGAGAATTTGAACCTGTTACTTGGTGTCACTTTTGGATAATCTGCTTTGGATGCGTTTTGTTGCTCAAAGAACAATAAAAAAACTTTTTCTGAACACCCTTTCTTGGTCTTTGCCCACATGTCCATGAATATTGAACCATATCTTGAACCCATAGGCCACATCAACGAAATTTTGGACTGCATGTTTAGTTTCATGGACAATCATCAACTCTACAATGGACCACTTCTCGTAAACAAACAATGGTACGAGATTGCCGAGCGATACATTGACCCTGCTGCCGACAACCAACGCGCAATCTGTTGGGCATTCCAATACGGCGACCTAACAATGATAGACCGGTTACTAGCCGATCCACGTGTCGGTCCACTTTTTGACAAGGTAAAGGTGTTAGAACTTGCAGCGGGTAGACCAGACATTAAATTCTTGAACAAGTGTTTGGAGATCTTGTTCCAAAAGATTCCAATGCGTGACGATAAAAAGGAATTGACAAGATTGGTTTGGCAGTTGTCGCATACGAAAAGACACATGCAAGTCCAATGAGTAACATGAAGTTATTTTTTATTGGTGTCCCTGATATCGTTCAAGGTCGTTTCGCTTACAAATATATTGGCCCGACTGGTCCATGGTTCTTGCGAGTACAGCAAAATAAATGTAACAACAACAGGGACGGATTTGAATGTTTTTAAGCACCTCAAAAAAATGTCAATTCGTTCATTGCGTCCATGTCGACCTAACTCGTTCGTCCTGTAAAAGTCTATTTACAACCTCTATGCGACCATTTTGTGACGCCCACCGAATAGCAGAGTTATTCCAAGTGGTAGGATCGACTCTTGGGTCCTGTAAGAGTATATTGACAATTTCTACATGACCATTACTTGATGCATAAAGAAGGGCAGAATTATTACCATCACTAGGATTGACTCGTGGGTCTTTGAGTAATCTCTCTACGATTGCCGCATGACCGTACTCTGATGCATACTAAATGGTATTGCTAAAACTCGTACCAGGATTGACTCTTGGGTCTTCAAGCAACCTGTTTACCACTGCCAAGTGACCATTTTCGGATGCGCGCCGAATGGCTTGGTTATAACAATCACTTGGATCTACCTTGGGATGCTAAAGTAATCTGTCGACGAGTTCGAGATAACCCTTTTTGCATGCCCAGCGGATGGGCCAGTTTTTTTGGTAACTGTAGTCAACATGTTCATCTGCTACTTTGAACCATTGTTTACAGACAAGTTGTATGTTACGCACCAGTCTTCGTGTGTTTAAATGAACAAAAATGCGGTCCAAGATTTCGTCAATGTGAGCAATTTGATGGAGGGACATGAAACTGAAGCAAAAAAATATTTGTTGTTGCTGCGAAGTGGTCCAGACAAAAATTTGTTTTTGACTTTTGGTCCGGGGTCCAAAATATTTTTTGACAACAACTTTCAGAAACTTGAACTGCTCAAAAATATATTTTTCTGTTTGAACACCCTTTCTTGATCTTACAACATGTTCGTTAATATAGCACCCTATCTTGAACCCATCGGCCACATCAATGAGATTTTGGACTGCATGTTCAGGTTCATGGGCAACAAGCAACTCTACAATGGACCACTTCTAGTAAACAAATAGTGGCATGAAATAGCCGAACGATACATAGACCCCTCTGCCGACAACCAAAAAGCAATCTATTGGGCAGTAAAACACGGCGGTCTAGCAATGATAGATAGACTATTGGCCGATCCACGTGTTAGTTCACATTTTCCTTTTCATCATTCACATTCTGATAGCATGAAGCTGTTGAAGATTGTACAGGGTAGACCAGAATTTGCCATTTATTGGAGAATCACTGAACTCTTTATGAAAGATGCCACAGACGAACACAAGGTAAAAGCAAAGGAGTTTTATTAGGCTACCCATAGTTTCGTTTTCCACAATGATTCAGGACAGATAAAGATGGATGATCTACGCGGAAAGATTAGTCCTCTAATAGATCATGTGTTGAATCGCAACAAAAATACATGAATCAGAAAGCACCAAAATAAATGTGACGACAACAGGGACTACTCTTTATTGCTCAACTCGTAATGGATTTTGTTGCAACATATCGTTCAGAATATAGTAAATTCTCCTCTGGTGTCAATGTTGACCTAACACGTTCATCCTATAAGAGTCTGTTGACAACTTCCTAATGTCCACAGCCATATGCCATATGGATGGGTGTGGCTCCGTAGTGATAATTGCAAATGGTGGGGTCGACTCGTGGGTCATCCAATAGTCTGTTCACTACGTCCAAGTGGCCATTCATTAATGCATATGCTATGGCCATATTATCACGATCACCAGGGTCAACTCTTGGGTCCTGAAGGAGTACGTCTACAACTTCCACATGGCCACTTTCAGATGCTGATATAATGGCAGAATTTTCCCAGTCACTAGGATCGACTCGTGGGTCTTGGAGTAACATTCTTACCACTTCTACATGACCATATGCGGATGCATTTTGGATTGCAAGATTATTGCAGTCGCTTGGATCGACTCGTGGGTCTCTGAGTAATCTGCTTACAATCTCTGTAGCGCCACGTTCAGCCATTTCTGCAATAGTGTAGTTATCGTCAAAACCGGGATCGACTCTTGGATCGCTGAGCAGTCTGTCAACAACGGCCAAGTAATATCCTCTACATGCCCAATAAAGCGAATAGTTGTTACAAGCACCAGGGTCAACGTTGGGATGCTAAAGTAATTTGTTGACGAGTTCGAGATGGCCATTTGAGGATGCCCAACAGATGGGCCTGTTTTGATCGTATGTGTAGTCTATGTGTTCATCGGCGACATTGTACCATTGTTTGCATACTAAGGATACTTTGTGAATCAATGTGGGTGTACTGAGGTGTACAAAGATACGGTCCAGTATTTCGTTGATGTGAGCAATCTGTTCAAGGGACATGATGTTACGAAATCGAAAAACCAAGTTTTTTGTTTTTTTTTGATATGTCCAAGTTTTACTTCGCAGCAAATTTGTTTTCAATTTTTTTCGGGTTGACCAAAAAGGTAAACTCGGTACTTGAAGATTTGTTTTCTAAGAAACCAATTTTCATTGGTCCGCTCAGGTTCAGATTGTAGCCACTCAGCTGGTATTGACCACGTTGACTTGACTCGTTCATCTTCCAAGAGTCTTTTTGCAACTTCCTTATGGTCGTTTATTATCGCACTTCGAATGGCATTGTTATTTTTTGCAGCAGGATTGACTCTCGGGTCCTCTAATAGTCTATTCACAATTGCTAATTGACCGTCACGAGACGACGTAACAATGGCCTCGTTATCCCAATCACTCGGGTCGACTCTTGGGTCTTCTAAGAGTCTATTGACTATTGTCAAGTGGCCATTCCTAACTGCATTCCGGATGGCCCCGTTATAAAAGTCGCTGGGATCGACTCGCGAGTCTTCAAGAAGTATGTTTATTACTTTTATGTGGCCAAACCATGCTGCACTTCGAATGGCATTATTATTTAGTGCAGCAGGATCGACTCGTGGGTCCTACAGCAGTCTGTTCACAACTGCCAGATGACCACACCCTGAAGCACAGGAAATGGCTTCATTACTAATATCGAATCGTGGGTCCTGCAATAATCTATTCACCACTTCTATGTGGCCATTTAGAGATGCCCAGTAGATAGATAATCTGCAATTTGAACCAGGATCAACTTTGGGGTTTTGTGCATTCGCTGGCGTCCAAGCCAATAGTTTGTTTACTAGTGACAAATGACAATTCTTGATTGCCCAGCGAATGGGCCAGTCGTAGTTGTATGTGTAGTCGACGTGTTCGTCTGCCACCTTGTTCCATTGTTTGCAAACTAGTTGTATTCTGCGAACCAAGGTTGAAGTATCAAGGTGTATGAATATGCGGTCCAGTATTTCGTTGATATGGGCAATTTGCTCAAGGGACATGTTATAATGTGGACAAGGCGAGCAAAAAAAATAAATTTTCGAAAAAGGTCCCAGATTTTTGGTCGATCAAAAATTTTTTGAGAGCAGCTTTCGAAAACTTGTTTGGTCCAAAAAATTTTATTTTGTTTTCGTCCGTCCTATGTCCCTTCAACAGATTGCCCACATTGACGAAATTTTGGACCGCATATTTGTGCACTTAGACACACCAACATTGGTCCATCGAATACAACTTGTATGCAAACAATGGAACACCGTGGCCGAAGAACATATTGACTACACCTACAACGACAACTGGCCCATTCGTCGAGCATCTCTCCATGGTTATCTGGCAGCTGTCGATAAACTGTTGGCTTGGACGCCCGCGAATGCACAGAACATAAGAGTCGATCCTAGCGCGTGTAATAATTATGCAATACGACGGGCATCCGCGTGTGGTAATCTGGCAGTTGTGAATCGACTCCTGCAAGATCCAAGAGTCGATCCCAGCGCAGAGTATAACGAAGCCATTCGAGCGGCATCCAGAGGTGGTCATTTGATAGTTGTCAACAGACTTCTGTAGGACCCAAGAGTAGAACCCAGTGATCTTAATAACAGTGCCATTCAATGGGCATCTAAATATCGTCAGTTGTCAGTTGTAATAAGGCTATTGGAAGATCCAAGAGTCGATCCTAATGCTCTTGGTAGCATTGGTATCAAATGGGTATATCAAAATGGTCACAAAGAAATTGTGAACAGACTATTACAAGATAAACGTGTTCGGTCTACGTTCTAGGGATGATAAACGGAAATCTTTCACGCCATTGCCAACAATTTTAGTGGCAACAAACAAATGACTACTGAACTGTTTTGGTGTCCCTGATAGCGTGCAGGGTTGTTTCGCGCGCAAGTGTTAGTTGGCTTCGAGCAACATAGGTGTTGTAATTTGGTTCTATGGATATCAACGAATACATCGAAAATAAATGTGACGATAACAGGGACATGAATGTTGTATTGCTAGCCTTTGGTTCGATTTACTGTGGCAATGACCATGTCGACCTAACACGTTCATCTTGCAAAAGTCTATTGACTACTTCTGAATAACCATTTCTATGTGCCTCGTATATGGCATAGTTATTGAAAACACTAGGATCGACTCGTGGATCTTCGAGCAACCTGTTTACCATTTCTAAATGGCCATTTATGGCTGCCTGCATAATAGCATAATTGTCGAATGCACTGGGATCGACTTTGGGATTTTGAAGTAGTTTATTCACAGTTGTCAGATGGCCATGGAAAGTTGCCCAACGAATGGGCCAGTTGTCGCAGTAAGTATAATCAACGTGTTCGTCTGCTACTTTGGACCATTGTTTGCATACAAGTTGTATTTTGGTAACCAAGGTTGAAGTATCAAGATGTATGAATATGCGGTCTAAGATTTCGTCAATGTAGGCAATTTGTTGGAAGGACATGTTGCGGAAGTAAAATAAATTTTTTTTCGAGAAGTTTCAGATTTTTGATCTCGACTTTCAAAAACTGGTTGCTCAAAAAATTTGGTGGCTGCTCAAAAAAATATTTCGGTCTATGACCTATTATGCCATTCAACTTCAAAAAATACTTTGGCATCAACAAGTTTGGTCGCAACAATTGTGTGACCAGGGCAACTTATGAACCCATTGGACATATTCCTGAAATTTTGGATTGCATCATGGGGTTCATGGATATGAAACAATTGTACAGGGGTCCGTTGTTGGTGAACAGATAGTGGTATTCCGTGGCCAAAGAATACTTGGACCCGTCAGCCAACAATAATGCTGTGCTGTTCCGTGCAATAGAATCGGGTAACATAAAGGTGGTCAGTTAGCTGCTTGGCGATCCACGTGTCAATCCAGAAGCCAGCCATCCCGAGCATGGTTATTCGGCATTGATAACGGCCACTCTGAACAAACGATACAAGATAATACGGTTACTGCTCAAGGACGGTCGAGTCGATCCCAAGCCGGCGTTAAAGGTGGCAGTCAGGCACGGCAACAACAAGGCAGCATTGTTATTGGCCCGAGATGAACGAATCGAACTCACTCGGTCCGATCATCGAGTAATACACATGTATGTTGGTGATATGTTGGACTATATGCTGCGCGGTAGGGTGTTTGCAGATGATTGAAACTTGTCAAAGCCAAACTTTTTTTATTGTTCGGATACTTGTTCATAAAGTTGTTGAGTGTTCATGGACCCAGACCTAAAATATTTTTTGGGGAATCCTTTTTGTTTTTGGTCTTGACTTTCAAAACTTTGTTGCTCAAAAAATTTGGTGGCTGCTCAAAAATATTTTTTTTGTTTGAACACCCTTTCTTGGTTTCATTCCACCCAACTTTCATGTCCCTTCATCAAATTGCCTACGTCGACGAAATCTTGGACCGCATCTTTGTGCATCTGGACACACCTACATTGGTCTGTCGGATACAATTGGTAAACAAATAGTGGTATCGAGTAGCAGATACACACGTCGACTACCAAAAAAGCACTAAAGAACCTGCTATTGTCTGGGCGGTCGAAATGAACAAGCACGAAATGGTTTAGCGACTACTACAAAATCCAAACGTCGATCCTGGTGCGAACAACAATCAGGTAATTAGATATGCATCCACACAGGGCCACGTGGAAGTGGTTCGACTGCTATTGTTACATCCAAAAATCGATCCTAGCGCGTTCTAGGGCTCTGCAATTCGACAAGCATGTGATTATAACCGCGTGGAAGTAGTTCGATTACTATTGTCACATCCAAAGGTAGATCTTCGTGCATACTACAACACAGCGATTCAATGTGCGTCCAGATGGGGCCACGTGGAAATGGTTCGACTGCTATTGTTACATCCAAAAGTCGATCCTAGCGCAAATGCCAACACTGCTATTTGTTTGGCATCTTAGCTTTGCCATACAGAAGTAGTCAATCTTTTGTTACAAGATGAGCGAGTCAAATCAACTTGGGTTAGAAAAAAATGAAAACTACAGTGGTATTTTGATTTTGGGACTTTTTACTTTTTTTTGTTTCGCGGACTCAAATCCATCTAAGTTGTTGCCGTCGAGCGTGGTCGGCCATTTGGTTCTGAAGAACGTGCAGTAGCTGATTCTCGCTACGCTGCTGTTGGACGTGGCCAACGCTTTGATTCTCGCTACGCTACTGAACACGTTCAGAAAGAATCTACTAGTGAAGATGTTCACAAAGAATCTGCTGCATGGTTGGCATGGTCTAATAAAGATATGAAATCACACAGTAACTTTGTCTTTTGATATTGAGACCCGTGTGACCGACGATTCAAATCTAAAATATATCCTTTGTGAGATACAAATCTGCAGAAGCCTGAGTAGTTGACCAGAAGTTGATTGTCTGCTCTGTTGCGCATGATTTGGTTGATTGATTCTTTTGTTTGTTCCATGCGGGTTGCTCTGAACTGACTACGTATTATTACTAGTTTCTTTACGTTGGCAACCGAGAGCATGTTCGTAAGAGCATAGAACTTGAATTCACGATCTTCTTCCTTGTTGATGTTTTCATCGTCATCGTCATAGTAATCAAATGTGGGAGTATGGATTTTGATTGTCGATGGCAACAGTTGCAAATATTTGAGTTCACTTTTGTTCAACTCTTGTGCAACTAAAAGATTGAGCATCAACTATCTGTCGAAGGATTTGACTACTTGACCGACGTTCTTATCAAACTGGCATGATGGAAGAATGGTTGTAGTGATATAGTCGATATTTGCATCTGGCATATCATTGTAAATGCATAATTCTGTTACATATGGACCGACTATGTTCCAAAAATCTGGCAACTCTCTGCATCCAACTCCTTTAATGCCTAGTTTGAAATCTGTGCCATCTTCTCTCATCTTTTTGACCACATTCATCAAATCAACTTGTACATGCTGCGTCGAAATACTATTGAGATTGATAACTACCGTTTTGACTGCATCTAAACTGGCCCATTCTCGCAACATATTCATTTTTTCCAAATCTGCTGGTCGTATTATTATGGCTTCAACGCTAAAAGATATATTCTTTGGCCAATGAATTGTTCGCAAAATATGTGCTTGATAGTCTAATTTGTAGCAGCGAAGAACAATGTGCAACTGTTTTACCCTCTTGGCTGCCTATACGAATTGGTGAACCTAAAAGGCATTATGACTATTGATAATAAGCTTTGCTTTCTATACTTTCTGCATCATTGGCAGTTGCTCGCCGGGATAATCGCAACGAATGGTGTAATTTATGCCTATAATTCTATATATCATTCGCTCCGGATCGGCTGCAAAATAGCCATAGAGATCTTGAGGTTTTGGGTACACAAAATTTGAGTGTTCCAACTCCAAGAATGACAGGATGTGAAGTATTTGGTTGTAGTGCAGGCCGCAGCTGTATGGGTGCGATTGGTGTGGTTGCTGGTCGGACATGAGAGGGGGTTGAGTGTTGGGTGCAGATGAGCGAAAAAAGAATTTTTTTGGAGGCCAAGAAGTTGCCAGTGGCTAAAGTTATTTGCTTTGTGGCTTTGCCTGATCCTGACAATCCTCAAATGATCTTAACACTTTACAGACATGGCTTCTACAATAAAAATTGTTTGTATTCAGTGTATTACATCGTTGCGTTAAACGAGTTTGAAATAAACATATCCAGAATAACCACCACCTACAGGAACTATAAATCTGGCTTCTTCATCGACTTGATCTTTGTACTTTTGTTTGATATGTTGGTGAACATGTCTCGAAAAAATGGATGCGTTGTAAGGGACTTCCTCAAAACCTGTTACCGCTTTGTAATACTCCTTGAATTTCTCAAAGAGCACATCTGTACGAATTTTGTCCCAAGGGTTACCCGTGAACTTCATTCGAATATTCACAAAATCGTGCACTAACTAAAGTGGAGATATCACCTTTGCCTTTTTTGGTTGCGGAACTTGGGCATCAGGTTCATTATTCTGCTCATGTACTTGTTGCTGTTCGCTGGATTGTTGTTCACGAGTCCTTTTCTTCTCTTTACCACCTCCGCCAACCTCGTTAAACAAGTAGCGGCCATTTTTACCGATTCCATAGATACGTTGTAATTCTCCTTCGATATCACTGTAACGATCGCACGAAAAGTAGCGTGCATAAAGTAAATGAGCATAGCCGCCGTATTTTGCGTGGTGGTCTACATGCTTGTTGTGCCCTTTTGAACCCTTGTGCTCTCGGAGTCGTCGATCTATATTTTTCGTCGAACCAACATATAGAGGCTCAAATACAAAGTCATAGGTCTCCTTGTCCATAACCATGGTTCCTATTTCATAGATTCCGGTGCCCTTTGGTAAGTCCTATTCAGCTGTATCGTTGAGTGGAAAGATTGGAGACCAAGTGATTCTGATTTCTGATGTGTATTTGATGGGTATACCTACGCTAGCTGACATGGTTTGCGAAGAAGAAAGTGTTTTTTTTGTTGTTGTTTGTGTGATTTAACGGGCAAAACAACGAAAAAGTAAATTGTGAATAAACCAATGCGTTTCATATAAAATAATTTTTGGCTTATCATTTAGAATTATTCACCTAAAAATGCAACAAGTAAAAAATATTTTCTCACACACAAACCCAAAGCTTTCATGCAAATGCATCGTTATAGTTATTAGCCATACGATATAAGCCAAAGACCAAAGGCTCAACATGTTGACTACGATGATGATATGATATAGAAAAAACCCAAAAGAAAGGCTCATCCTTTGGACATATTAGCAGAAGACATTGGTATGCCAAGAGAGCAGATTGACGAAATAGCAAGTCACAAATATGAAGGTCCAATTGAGTATATTCGATCATTGTGTTATTGTTCATGTGGTCGCTATCGGGAGCGTAATCGCCAAAAAGCATAGCCAGAGTTTGTGCAGCATGTAATTGACTTGTATCGGAAACAAAACGGCAGATGTGCCTTGTCAGGAATTGTGTTAACATGGAATGAGCAGCCGAACCATTTTACTAATATATCGATAGATAGAATAGACTCTGATCAGGGTTATGAGATTGGAAATGTGAGGCTTATAGCAGTGTGGGTGAACAATGCACTTGCAAATTTCAGCGAAGAAACCATGTGGATGTTTGTTCAGTCATTGGCTTCCAAAATGCAGTCAAAGCGAACTGTTTCCACTAATGAACAGGCGTCATCAAGTTATCCAAATCATACTCTAGGAACCAGAGATGGGCTCTCACGCATAGTGCACTGAAAAATAAATGTAAATTATGAGTTATTATTGACAGTATCACCGGATTGGTTCAGATGAAATAAAAATTTTTCGGACGCAGCCTACTTGTTCAGAAAAAAATCACAGGACCACAACTTGAATACAAAAAATACAAAATCAATTTTTTTATTCTGTAATAAGTAAATAACTCTTACCGTACGTGGCGGTATTCATCAACATTGAACAAATGCCAAAATCCAAACAAAAGAACAACCTAGACGATGACTCTGACTTTGGTTTTGACGATTCTGATCCAGACATGGGATTTTCTGATGATGATGATTTTGAGGACGATTATGACAGTAAACCCGAACACAAGTCATCTTCTGCTAAAAACAAACAAACTTACGAAGTAGAATATTTTGAAGATCCGAAATCTAGTTTGCTCGTATTTCACAACGATATAGCACCTATACGCATGACTGTCGATACATTCTATAACGATCAAGGTGTAAAGAACAATTTGTTGTATGCTCTTGTGGCTTTGTGTCAACCTAGAATTCAAGTGTTGGCTTACAAGTATCCAAACGGAGTGATACAAAGAATATATGTTGCCAAAACCGACAAGGGACAGAAAAAGGAATATGCAAACGGTAGTCTCATTTCCTTGATGATGAAGAACTTACTCTAGGGATACATCAACGAACATGTAACGAAAAAGTTTTCGGGAATGGCATTGGAAATGAGTGGATGTATAAAGAACGAAGAAAAATGGAACAAACTGGTTCAACAATGTTTTGACTTGCTGGAAGAGTTGGTTGAGGTTAAAACTAAGGAAGAAAACACATCGGTTGGACAAAAGCGCACCAGAGAAGCTTATGAACAAAAAGAACAGAAATCGACTGGCGGTAGTACAAAAAGTAAAAGCACCAAAAAGCCAAAAACGGACTATCCTGTTGAGAGGGTGTATGAATTTGTGGACCGCTCGATTGTGTTCACAGGAAACTCAGATGACAAAATTTCTACTTCTGCTCTGCATGCCAAGTTCGAGAGTTTATTTGACAAGAAAAAGGGTGAAGAAGTGCCTTATGAGCGTTCTCCTTTTTCAAAAATGGTTCATGCGTACATCAAACAAAAGTATCAGAGTCGAGTTGGATAGAATGACAAGTTCAAATTTAAAACAAGTGGTATCATGTATTTCAAATTCTTCAAATTTGTTTAATGAAATGTTCTTTAATAAATAGACTGCTCGGATCGGTTTTTCAACAACAACAATTCCTCAACAGCAAAAATATTCACAGCCATGTAGACTCGTTTTGCCCCTTACGATACACATCATAGACGTAATTATACACCTTCTGCCGAATATAATGAACAATTAGTGTTTAATAAACAAAAAAGAAGAGCACATCCGCTTGATATTTTGTCTGAAGATATCAATATTCCCAGAAAGCAGTTGGACGAAATTATAAGTCACAAATATGAAGGTCCAATATAGTATATTCGATCGTTATGTTACTGTACATGTGTACGTGTTAGAGATAGAAACCGTCAGAAAGCATAGCCAGAATTTGTTCAACATGTAATTGACCTTTACAATGAACAATAGGGCAAATGCGCAATATCAGGGGTTCAAATGACCTGGAACGAAGTGCCGAACAATACTGCCAATATTTCGATAGACCGCATAGACTCGTCGAAAGGATACGAGATTGGGAATGTTAGACTTATTACGATATGGATCAATAATGCGCTTTCCAATCACGGTGAAGATGTCATGTGGTATTATATCAATTCAATGATACAGAGGCGCGAGTAGAAACTTGCTCAAAGCAAAAACAATGATGATAACATATCTTTGTCATTAATTGACCAATCAAGAAGCAGTGCAATTGCGCAAAAATAACATATGTAAAATATATTTGTCGTTGTTGTTAATTATATAAACACTATTGCTGTGACGTTTATTTATATCATTTACCAGAGTGACATAGGTCCATGAAACGGGGAGTCACTGGGGAGTGAATGTCAGATATCGATGTCCCCTCTCTTATTTTTTTTGGCAGGGAAGTTTTATATTTTCGTCAGTCTGAGTTTTGGAATACAAGTTTCAAAAATTTATGGACTGACGAAAAAGTGGGACGGGGTTGGGAAATATTTTTGGGGAGTAAGAAGCGGATTTGTGGCTCACTCCCCTTTATCTCCCCCCCCCTGAATTGAATAGACCCCGCTTTGCTCATGAATTGATAACTTTGTATATGAGAGTAGTACATGTTGACACCCACCAAAAAATTTAAACTAACCCCATGTCTGCACCAGTTTCGGTTCCCATTCAACAACAAAAAGAAGTCAAAGCATAGCCTATTGACGTTGTTGCTAGTTCACGTGCACAAGAAGAAACAGTCATACCCCAGCAACATGCAGTCGAACTTGTTCGACCATTAGGTTCTATTGAACTGGCTGCAGCTGAATGTATTCAGCACATTGACACTAAAGTGTCTGCAATTGGACACGTCCAACCATTAGGTTCTATTGAACCGGCTGCGGAAGAAGAGTTTAATTTGTCCTATGTTAAATCCAAATCTGTTGTCGAGGTTGCCGAATAGGTTGTCACATTCACAAAAGAAACCAATATCTAGCACACTAATTCTTGCTTCGTCAGTGAACATATGCACAAAGAATCGGCTACGAACCATCAGGTGGAACTACCCGACAAATGGTGCTTCTATGCTCACATGCCCTGTCCAGAAGGTGGAAACTATAATGAGTCGGCCAAGTGCATCAATAAGTTGCTCGAATTCGGAGACTACTTTGACGACATTGAAACCTTTTGGACCATCTTCAACATTCACGAAGTCAGTATGCCAACCGGTATGCTACGCAAACCACAAGAAGGCGACGATCCAAACCAACAATATGCCCAGCACACTGAATTGAGTCTGTTCAAACACGGAATCATGCCCGCAACAGAAGATCTTGCCAACAAGGACGGTTCCAAGATTTTGGTTCGCATGCCAGAGTAGGGTTGTACTAACATTCTCGATGGTTTGTGGTTAGACTGTGCTCTTTTGGCAGTTTCTGGTCAGATGCCCCATCATGAACATGTTAATGGTGTTCGTTTGTTGCTGAGACCTCCCAATGTCCGTTTTGAAATTTGGCTCAACACATCTGAAGAAGCAATCCATAAAGAGTTGGACAAGTGGGTCATGGAAAACATATTTGGTAAGGTTGACAAACAACTTGCAGGCTTTGCTCATTACGTTGCTCGACAGAATGAAAACAAGTTTGCCAGCGCAAAGCCGACCACAACCACCGGTCAACAACAGCACCAGCCAAAATATTAGTCGCCATATCAAAAGCAACATTGGCAACCAAAGTCAACAACAGGTGGTTACAAAAAGAACAAGGGACTATTGGAAAATCCGCAATAATAAATGTATTTGAATATTGCACAGCAGTTGAATCATTCACTGTGAGGTTTGCCTCCAATTTCTTCGAGTTTTACATGCTGGTGGTTGATTTGTGGACCCTAAACGGTCAACATCGAATGCAGTTGGACATGGCCAACACTTGAATTCTATGAAACTGAAACATGTGACAACTGGGGTAGCTGACACTAAAGAATCGACTGCATGTTTTGTTCAATAATGGGAATAACCTGCGACACGAGACCGGAAGAAAGTACAGTCTTGACAATGTTGAGAATCATGCCTTCCAGCAAACCTTCGTTGGATTGACTGTTACTGTCACTAGGTTGCTATTGTGCATTTGTTTGAGATTTGGGTCGCATAAAATCATCTTCGTCTGTCAAGAAGTCGGGCAAGTCTGGAATTTCCTGCTGGCTATCCATGGACTACTAATTTTGTTGAGGCAACTTGAAACCATCAACAAACATTTGGAGACTTAATTTGAGTGCTTCAATGCCAATCTTTATAATGGTAGTTGCAAAGGGGATACTTTCATCAATGTTTTGTGCAAGATTTTTGATTCTATCGGGATTTACTTGCATGCACTATTTGACAATATGAACAACAATGTAGAGTAACAACAAGTTTTGAACAGCAAGTAATACTATGGATCGAACATATGGAATGGCCAATGAGGCAATATAAACCAAAAATATTGCCAATGTTTTGCGATATTTGGGTTCGATATATGCGACTGATGATGCAGCCACGATGCAGGCAAAAAGATTCAAGGCAAATATTGGTTCATTGGTTGCAATGTTGGAAACTGATATGAATGACAAGAGTGTGGCGATTACAACAGCAATATTGATATCTGTGCTTGTGGACATGGTTTAGCAGAATAAAATTTGTTGTGGCAGTTGTTGTCCGCAAAATAAGTTTTGTTTTTCTGTCCAGTCGAAAAAAGTTTTGGCAGTCAAGAAATTTTTTGGACCAGACCCAACTTTTTTTTGTCGAACCAAAGATGCAAGCCAAAAAAATTTTTAGACTTCTGACCAAAGATGTGTTACAAATAAAAACCGAGCAAGTAACCTCCTCATAACATTTATTTTGGCACCACTCAAAAGATTCCATACTTTTGTGCCCAAGGAGCAAAATCTCGTGAATAATCATACTTTTTGGGTTGCGTTGTTTGTTGACTCGTTTGCTTGTTCGAACCTGAAGAAGAAGACGAAGAATGTTTTTGCTAGTTGTTGTCACCATTTTCCTGTCCCCCTTTGAATCCCGTGGAACCAGAAGATGCTTTCTTGCCTTGACTTGTGTTGGTCGATGACGTTGTATTTGTCGAAGCTGACGGATGAGATACTTTCTTTGTAGCAGTTGGATGTGGCGATATCGATGCTTCACTGGGCCGAGCAAAGTACCAGTCGGCATACACATACATCAAGTTGCGGTTAGTAACCATGACAATAGAAAAAAAGAAGAATAAATCCCAACAAAAAAGTTTCAGCGGCACGGCGGTTATTTTTGACTTTACAGGGTTACAAAAAAACTTGTGGCTCAATACTAAAAATATTTTTTTGGACCATACAAAAATCCTTGACCACTATTATAAAGGCCACAAAAAAATGAGAGGTTTCGATAACGGACTGATTAGTGTAAGAGTGCAGCAACCTGTTCTGGATGCAGGCGACAAATACGTACAACCCTTCTTGCAAGGGCACACTGATTCGGCAACTGTTCACCGTTCCCAAAGAAATCCAAATATTGGCGTTCGTATGGAAGACGTGTTGAGCATAGACGATGTAATTCTCGGCAAGCGCAACATATTTGTTTCCATCATTAGCGATGGTCACGGTAGCATACCACTTACACCGTTTCGATATGCAGGTGGTGCCGAAATTGCTCACATTGCCACAAAGTTTTTGGCCCATACATTGAGAACCGTTTTGATCGGACAAGACCCAGAAACGCTCAAGAATGCCCAAAAAATGTCCAATATCTTCAAGTATGCATTCGAGGCAACCCAAAAGCATTGTTTGGAGGAGTTTATGAAGGGTGCTCGGATTGTAGACCCCAACGGTTAGTCGTCGCCATATGGCAGATACAAGAGAAACTAGGTGAAGCGACTCGATGATGTGCAGGATGAATCCGTAAAGGAATCTTTGATGCAACTCTTTGATAATGAAATCGATGGCAGACACTTTATTGAATTATGGACCAAGGGTGAACAATTTTGGACCGATCTTGAACAGGCATCATCCATGTCGAACAATAGCAATAACAACACCAATAACTTTGGATCACTAGACGATATGAACGACACTCATGAACAACAAGAACACGATCCCTTGAAAAATGTAGTAACGGACAAGATTGCAGTCAAGTACAAGGATACCTAGACCGGTCAAGACTACTATGGTCTATTCTACGTGAACTAGGATGGTATACCCATTTCTGAACCTTTGGATTGCGGTGCAACGGTTTGTGCTTTGGTTATTGTCGAAGATATTGCCTATGTTGCCCATGTTGGCGATACGGGAGCATTCTTGTTTTATTGCGACGACCCGACCATTGAACCCAAGTGGAAATCAACACGTTTATACGATGAACATTCCGTACATAGTGAACGTGAACGCTAGAGACTACAGGAACACGGAGCATCCATTACTGAACATCATTTTTCTGTCGAAATTACCGGACCGCCGCCAAGTCATGCCATTACAAAGTTGCTCATGCCATCGAGAGCACTTGGTCATCCTATATTTACGCACCATGGTATTTCTGTCGATCCTGTTGTGTATAGTACAAAGTTGCAACCCGGTGATGTTATTGTTGCAGCGACGGATGGTCTTTGGGATGTGTAGTTGCCTCAATGTCCACCCGAAATGCAAACTTGTACAGGTATGCACTTGACACGCTATCTGTTGCAAAAGATGTTGTCAGAAAAGCAGGTGGGAACAAATAATACACAATATATAACCGACGGGTTGCCGGAAAGAGTGGTTCAATTTATAAGAAAACATGGTTACAGAAGAGACAATCTTGCAATGCTTGTTGTTGAGATTTCTCAGAGTTTGGAAACGACAAACACAAATCAATAAACATAATCATTACAACTTTGATTTTTGGAAACAACAGGTCAATAAACAAAAACTGTTACAAGTTTACAATTATGGTGTTATAACTTCTGGTCAACTATTTGTTCGAAAAATACTTGCCAATAATTTCTTTGGACCAATCTGAATTGACGAATACTACTTGTTTTGTCCGTGACGGCAAGTTTGCAATAAATAGTTCTACATAACTGTATTCTTTCATGTTCACACCGTCCACCGAACCACTCTGGCAAAGTGGTAAATCGGGCATCTAAACCTTCCAAAGATTGTTCATGTCCTTCAAAGTTTCCAACTCTTTTTGTACATCTTTGATTTCCGGATATTCGTTCAGATAACTCGTAAAGTACAATTCTTTGATGTTCCTTCGTTCTGCCATCGAAAGTTGGGAAAGAGTATTGATATACATGCATGCTTCAATACCAATCTGATCAGTTTCGAATATGCACGGCACAATGTATTCGTAGGGCACACCATATCGTATGATTATGTCAATATTCTTTTCAGGTTGCACATCTTTGAGTTGCCAAGATTTGAAATAAACAGGTTCTTCTTCATATATACAAATATGCCAGTTGCCAGTTTGTTGCATCTACTACTTGTTTGGTATTGGAAACTAGGATGATGTTATTTCAGTATCCATACCAAAGGGCAAAGAATGCCAATACCAGTGTACGGTGATATCAATGATCATATTGGGGTTTGCTGAACATTTTAGGCTTTTTCGATGCATCAGTTGCCAATATGTGTAAACATCCACATCTGCACATAGCAAACGAGTTTTGGAAACATTAATGAGCCATGGCAGGATACCAATAGCACTTGAGCGATTCCAATATTCTACTTCGTAATGGCCGATACCAATACCTGGAGACATGGGGTCCCAAACAGAAAGACTGGTAAACATTTGCTCAATCTGTCCCATGCTGTCGTCTGTAAATTTGCCGTACAGTTGTCGCGACAGAGTTTTTACGGGGTCATTGTTACTGTGCAGTCGACTCTAGTTGACCTTTTGATCCTAAAGGATCTGCAATATTGTAATGTCGTTGTCATCCGATCCATTGTTATGCGGTTCGTATGTAACAATGTGTATCAACAAGTGGTGAAACTAAAGGATATATTTTCGAATGTGAAATGGTAGCACTGAATACGGTGCAATAATGTGGCGCGGTCGTTTGGGCATTATAGTGCGGACTGTTGGGCAAGTTGGAAAAAAAAAGAAAATAGTGTTCGTTCTAATTTTTTTTATTGGTTGACTTAAGCCGACATAGACGACAACTTGGTTTGTACGGTAGCATTGGTAGTATAACTGGCAGCAGGACCCATCATATCTACCTGAATGAGAACATCATGGAAATCCTTGTCGGCAACCTTTTGATAGAAATTCTTGGTTGCGTTAGTCTTGTGCGAATCTTCAAAACCAATCACAACCTATTGAGTAGTAGGAGGATTGGAATCACCAACAGCGTTATTATAGCTACGAGCAATATTGACTGCGTGACCGGCATCGCTGCCATATGTTCCGTTGGTGTTGCTTGCGTAGTATAAATGGTCCGTTGTAATAGTCTCTCCATTCACCCACTTGGTCCAGCCGTCATTGACAATGAAAAAGTTGATGGGCTCGGTATCAAATCCTTGAGGGAACAAAAACACTGGAGCACGATAGTTGGCGTTAGTGGGATTAGGGTTGACAGTCAAATACTGATAGGTGCTGTGGGTGTCGTTAGCACTGGCAGAATTGCTCACAGGTGTAGTCCACTGGGGGAAGCACAACATAAAGCAAGTGCTCTGACTCAATGCAGCAACCTTGTTCATGGTGGCTGTCACATTGGGGTAGACAATGTAGTTTACGTTCTTGTATGTGAAACCAATCATGTTGTTGTAGCCGCAGTCTTTAGCGAGCAAACGGCACACCATGAGAGATTTCTGGTCAGGCAGCCAACGAGTAGTGTTATTACCGCTGTATTTACTGGGATACTCTAGCATGTTGGCGTCCTGAGTAATTCTGGTTTGAACAGTGCTGAAATTAGCATTATTTACGCTGTTTGTAGCGTCAACGTCGTTGGGACACATGCTATTCCAAGCATTGACCGTGCTGGTGGCAGCCGTGGTAACCATTACATCGCTTACTGACCCGGGGTGTGTGTCAAATTCCAATCTGTTGTTCAGATAACCGTTGATGCTGTCTTCAGCAGCAGTCAAGGGTGCTCCGTTGGCATCGTGCTTGCCGATGAATACAAAGTTTGTGCCGACGTCAGTCATGATGGTTTGTGGTGGTAGTCTGTGGTTGTTAAGAAAAAAGAAGAGGAATGGGTGCGGGGAGATTTATATACGTCAAACATAAAAAATATAGAGCAAGTCACTACGTCATTAACGAATTGTTGCTACGTTTAACAAAAAAAATATATATGTGACCACACTGATTTTATTGTTCTTTTTTCTGGTCCATTGCGTTCACAAGTCTAGCGATCCATCACAATTAAGTAGCATACGTCGAAGACAAAAACTCCACGCCGCACAGAATATCATGGAAATCCTTGTCAGAAACCGTGCCATAGGGATTTGCAGCCGCATTAGTCTTGTGTGCATCTTCAATACCCAAAATAGCAAACTGATAGTCAGTTGATGACACGTCTGTACGCGCAGAGTAAATTCGCACTGCATGACCAGCATCTTGACCGCTCAGATTGTTGAAGAAGTAAATGTGCTGAGAAGTGATGGGTTGACCAGTCTTCCAACGAGTCCAGCCGTCATTGATCAGGAAAAAGTTGATGTTTTGACCAGAGGAGGGATCGTTACCGGTTCCAAGTTTGACGGTTTTGTGGCCCGATGTGTTGATGTATTGGTATGATCTGTAGGCGTCCGTTGAAGTGGCAATGTTGTTGACGCCTGTCTGTGCATTGTCAGGTGAATACACCATACCAATCATGAATGGATTCGTAACATTGAGACCCTTGACGGTTGGGAACAAGATGTAGTAGCGACCCTTGTACATGTAGCCCAGCATGTTGTCGTAACCGCAGTCGTTTGTAAAGTAACGCATGCTCACAACCATGTCCGTTCCTGCACTCCATTTGCCGTTAATGTCAAGAGCAGCATTACCTGCAAGTGAATTGTTGACGAATGAAAAGTTGGGATTGGTCAAGTAGTTGGTTGCGTCAACACCTTCGGGACAGTAGGTATTCCAGTCGGACTTGGCAGACGCCAGATTTGGAGCAGATGCACCGTTCATCCAAAGCAACATGCGACTTCCTTTGCCGCCGACGTTGGTGGTAATGTAGTTGGTGAAGCCCAGATGGTTGTTCATGTTGGCTGGTTTGCCATTGTCGTCGTGTGTGCCAATGAACAAAAACTGTGAACTCAGATCGGTCATGTTTTTTTAGGTTGGTTGGTCAGAAAATGATGTGAGGTGAAAAGTGATGATAATGATGTGATGTTTACCTTTGCAAAGAATATTTTTTTGCCGAGAAACGAGCCGTGGAGGTTTTCGATATTTTTTGAAAGTGCCGAAAAATATTTTTTGTTCGCATTTGTATGGTGTGCTGACCTAGTTGGCTTGATGGTCGAAAGAATTCGGAAAGGTTTTGCGATGTAGCACAAGACCGACCACTAGAAACGAGCAACCAACACGTAGGAACTCATTGCAAAATCTTTCCGATAAAAAATGGACCACGCATACGCTGATAATTACCTACGAAGTTAATGAGATAAGCCAACAAGCGAAGCGAATAGAAAAATCAGGGGATTGAAATGAAATGCTTATTTTGTAGAATCTGGGACAGAAGAAAGGTCGTTTACATATTTTTTTATTTTTCAAAACAACAACACCAAAAAACAAAATTTATCTCTGCCTACCCCTTTTTTGTCAAGTAACCGAACATGTCCGCTTCTCGTATTATTCGTACCAACACTGTAACGGAGTCTGAAAACGATGCACCAAAAATGGTTGACATTATGGACGGGTCAGAACGTTGGACCATCAATGTCCAAAATCACGGATTCGTGTCGCTTGTTGACTGCATGCCCAGAAGAGTTCCCGAAGGTCGCACGGGTGACTTTGCCATTGTACAGGCTGCTCGTGTCAGTTATGGTTAGGGAACCAAGAAGGTTAGCGAAGATGAGGGTTTGATCCGTTATTTGATGCGTCACTCGCACAACACCCCTATGGAGGTATGTATTTGTTTGCTGCAGGGTTGAATTACAAAGTAAATACTAACATTTCTCATGTACAGATGGTTGAATTCAAATTCTGCTGTCGTATGCCCATTTTTGTTGCGAGATAGTGGATCAGACATAGAACGGCTTCTGTGGTATGTTGAATATTGTATTTATTTGTTTTTAGATGGTTGTACAGCTGCTAACAAAGTATTACCTTAAAAAAAAGAATGAGTACAGTGCGAGATATTCTGTTGTTTAGGACTACTTTTTCAAGTTTGATAGTGCCGACGATGTCAAGTTGCAAAGCAAGATCAACAATTAGGGTCGTTCAGAAACGAGTGTCCAAAATGCAACTGCTCAAGAATTTTTGGACTACCTCGACAAGGTGAACGACGAAGTTTACAAGCAGTATGAAAAGTTTATTGAACAAGGTGTAAGCAGAGAATAGGCTCGTATTTTGCTGCCCGTTTCTGCTTATACTGAGTGGTATTGGAAGGTATGTCGATTTGTGCTTAAAATTGTTAATAACATAGTATTGACACCTTTTATTTGCTATTTGCTTACGTAGACGGATCTCCATAACCTCTTACATTTCCTTAGACTGCGCATGGACAATCATGCTCAAAAAGAAATCTAGGACTATGCCAATGCCATGTACGAATTGATTGAACCTATTGTCCCCATTGCATGCAAAGCCTTCAGAGACTACAGACTCAATTCGCAGCAGCTTACTGGTCTGGAAATTGACAGCATCAAGAATCGCTCTGTCGAATTGTTGGGTTCAAAGAACAAACGTGAACAGGCAGAGTTTACCGAAAAACTCAAAGCCGTTGGTTTGTCTGGCGATACATTGAAGCAGTTGAAGGAATTGGAGTCCGATACTTCGTGCATCATGAACCTTGAAGAGTTGCAGAGTGTTGCCCAAAAGTCTAACCAGTTGTTGGGTTATGCCGAAGACGATGCCAAGAATGTGGCCTATCAACAAAAACTCAAGAAGATGGGTTTGACTTTCTGAACACTGTTCGCAAACAAAGATTGAGATGACCGAAATATATTCTGCCTCTCTTAAAAATAATTCAACTTATTTATTAGTCCAGCAAACAAACAACCAACATGTCATTTGATAACCTCGTCAGCCAGTTTCAGCAATTTGTCTATGCCAGCTACTGTACTGCCGCACTTTCGTTGTCAAAACTATTTGACACATACTTTGTACAACATGCAGTCGAATGTGGCTTCAATGGATATTGGGACCACTTTGGATTTGCATTCTTGACTGCATTGAGATGTTTTGTTTTGATTGCGGTTGCTTTGGTAACTTGCGATTTTGAGATGGCCAAAGTTATTGCCCCTCTGCCCTTTGTCCTGATGGCTCACGGTATCATTCCAGGTATCGAAACTATTCAATTTACTGCTTCTGATACCATCAAGATGTTGGTCGGTCAGCCAAACAAAGAGGAATCAGAATCAACTAACGAAAGTTCAAGAGCGTTACTCAAATTTATTCGCAGCACTTTCCATGAACGCAACGCCAATGTCAAGAAAGAATAATCAATCAGAGTGATCCGTTGAAAAAAAATAAATAGTAATGTACATTCATTCATTGTCCAAGTATACTCGTCGCAGTCGGATAAACAGTAACAACATTTGGCGGCAGATTTGAGATATCTACCTGTGTCTCCAACTTTTCAATAATGATACCAACACCCGTCCCATTGAAGGTGCTACAGAATACTTCTAACCTGTAATCGTCATTTGTAAGGATCATAGGTAGATCATACTTCAAAACAGAGCGCTCGTCGATAGTCTGACTTGACAATTTGCGCAAAACGGTTTCCAACTCAAAGGCTGACCGATACCCCATGTGTGCATACAGATCCACGTCGCCTTGTAAAACATTGGCTGGTAACAGTTTCCGAAGAGGTTTCCATGTGCCATCGATTGCGTAGAATTCTGCAACGTCAATATTTTTTGGCGTCATGCAAAATAGCGTCGACTTTTCTGCCGGAAACAAATAATCCTAGAGCAGTCTAACGATCGGTAGCACTTGACCATTGTGTGCGGTAGCATTTTCGAGTTGTGCGTATTGCATGCCATTTTCAGCCTTGATTCGGAATACGATGGGAGCGATTGATTCTAGTGTTTTCATGGTCTGAATGACACGTTGCCGGCATCGCTGTGATGGGTGAGTAGTTGATGATGATGCATAAGCGAATATTTGATTAGTTAGCGGAACACATATGGACAATCAAACAAACAAACGACCAAAGAAACCGGCACGCCAACCAAAAGAAATACCTACCTCTTTTTGGGCGTCACTTTTGAAGCGGGACCATTTGATGCAACTGGACTTGTTTTCTACCAATACTACATTTTCCAGTGTTGTAATAAGCGCATTGAATGGTGATGCCATGATCGTAGTTCCGGGCGATAAAGAAGGTCGAAGAAAAAATAGTAACGGTAAGGGGCAGTGGGTGCTGAGAAATAAGTTTGTTGGCAACTGTCGGTTTCAACTTTTTTGGTTTGATCGCGACTTTTTCAATTATTTGTACAAGTTTACTTGTTCTTGTTGAACATGAATGACAGGTCTACATTACTTTTGAAGACAGGCTGAACATCAATTTTTCCTTGTTTCAACAAACCTCGTTGCTGCAAAATTCTACGGGGTACGTATTCGTCCATATAGAATTTTTTCATGGCTGGTAATAGGTTGGTGTCCCAGTATTCCTAGTTGAAGGGAAATTCTGACACCTATGTAGCTTCAGGAGTATAAACTACAAAGTATGCACGCTTCACTTTGAGCAAGGCCATGGCGCCGGCAATTTGATCAAAATAATAGCTTGGAATGCCTGGATAAAACTTGCCCTTGGGTGGTCCTTTGATTTCGATGGTGACTATTTCTTCGACACCATCCTTTTCAAGGTGCAGCAGACCGTCCGACGATACACCCAACCATGGATATTCTTTGCTGATCAGCAAACCCGTTTCTTCCATCCAAACTTTTTGGTAGCCCAACTTTTCATACTTTTGACGCATGTGCATTTCTACGATTTTAAAGACCCATGGTTCGACAGTTGTTCCGTACTAGGTATTGACATTGCCCTAAAATTCTGCCCAGAGCATGTTGGCAACAAGTTGCAATGGGGATTGGTAGGGACTATGTCCTGCAGCTGCACCAAAATTGGAACCCGTAAGTCTGTCCTTTCTTGCTTCTTTCCATTCTGGTGTACGTTGATCAATGCAGCGAATGTGTTCGATTTGTTCTTCGGTTACTTCGAGTCTTTTTAGAAATTCAATCTTGTCTTGTTCCGTTACAATGGTTGATGGTTGCATTGATATTCTTTTTGGAATTGTTACGATTGATTTTGACTCTTCTTCTTCGCTACTGTTATCCGAATCGTCTTCAGTTTCTGTTTGAGATGAATGTTCTTCACTTTCGACGATGCTGTCGTTGTCGTCTGTACTTTCGTCCATGGCTAATGGGTCGGATTCTAAAGTGGTCATGTTGATGTGTTGATGAAAATGAACAAAGAAGCAAGTATTTTTTACTGGACGAACAATATTTTTACAAATAATTTTTGTCCTTTGCAACCAGCGAATCAAGTTTTGTTATCCCACGTTTTGTAATTTATTTTGGTGAACCATGACTACAAGCAAACAAGGCACATACCTACTACTTCGGTGGCTCAGCAAACAAATTCCAAAGAAGCAAAAAGAAATGCAAATCATGCCGGCATGGGGCAAGTCTGTATGGATTCCACCCAAATCTACAAAAGTATGGCCTGCTACTCATATGCACCTCTGTCCTTAGGACAAAACAATGAATCCCAACTTGAAAAAGATTTTTGACGACATTGATTCTATCGTGATGGACATGGAAGAATTATAAACACAAACACAATTTAGTATATTTCATTCAGTTTTGGATACTTTGGCAACTGGAAGGTCAGAGTGTTTTTGACGCTTGCGCTTCTTTTTATCCGTGTCAACCGAGTCTGATTCCGGTTCTTCTTCGTAATAGTCATTGTCCGATTCATAATCTGAGTCTTGTTCATCTTCACAAGTTGAAGGTTTCCAAAAACTGAGCAAACTGTAACCACTTTCTTGACCATACTTGCCAACTGCATACTCCATTACATCAACGATAGTATCTGCCTTTTCAACCATTGCATGTCGATTGATAAACCTATTGGGAATGTCATGCTCTTCCAAAAAGTCATTTGCTTCTAACATGGCATAGTCATCATCATCAATATTCAATTCGTCGGCAACACCATTTTGCTCCAAAAGATTTCTAGTTGTTGCAATGACGTCCTAAACTTTGACTACATCCCCAACATCTTCAATCATGGTATAATTAGTTACCAACCTATTGGAAATACCATGGCGCTCCAAAATACCATTCACTGCTTCGACAATATCCCAAGTTGCTGCCCAGTCTCCAGAATACAGGTAAAAAGCATCTGCATTGCAAAGTTTGCCCCATGTAACGGCAAATGGATCGCTCTTGAAACTGTTTTCGAAGATTTCTGCATCGAATTCGTCCCAGTTGGTCAAGTCGAAACAGTATATGGTATCCATCATTTCTTTAACATAGGCAGGTGTGTTGAGACCTGTTGTTGGTTGCTGGTTGACGGGTTCGGATGTCATTTTTTTGTTTGGGGCGAACAAAGAGTTGTTTTGTTTTTTTGGTTGAGGGTCGTAAGTTGTTGAACAAAATCTGAAAAACTGTATTTACATATAGGCCAATCGCTCATAGGCATTATTTATAAATGACAACAATCCACCTTTTCGGTAGGTTACTTTACACTCGTGTTCATCATCTTCTGGTTCTACAATTACATATTCTTCTTGTTGTTGTTCCGTTTGTTCTTCTGTTGGACATGTCCAACGATTTTGTTCGATTGAACAGGTGGTCTCGGTCGTTGTTGGACACATTTGCCGCCTATCTATCTTGACCGTTCTATGTTTCCGTCTTCGATGAGGTTTTGGTAACAGGTTTGCCAAACATTTTAATGGCGCAACAAGCGAAAACCTCTAGTTGTTATGACATATGTTGCATCTAATGGTCGAACCCGTTCGATCGCAGTTGGACGCGTCCAACACTTTGCATCTACTGATGCTACTGCAGCCGATTCGATAGAATCTAATGGTCGAACCCGTTCGATCGCACTTTGGTAGTTTACAATAGACAAATGGGCGTAACAAAATATTAACAGCACTGGCCCATGGGGCAAACAATTTGTTCTATACAATCATGACATATTTGGTCTTTCTAATATTGATATACAAAATTGGATTGTACAAGCCACACATCACGTGAACGAACAACCTTTGTTGGAACTTGACTTTTGTTGGAACTTGACTTTTGCTGGTGCTTGACATTTGCCACGTCGTTGCCAACTTGAAGCACCCCTTGCCACAACAAACAGCGTTCGCAGGCATAGCCAACAACCTTCGCCACACAACACCCCTTCAACAATTTTTCCAACACTCTTCGCGCACCGTACAACACCATAAAACATGACCTCCTCTGCCTCAACTAAACTCACCACTGCTCATAAACTATTGACCAAATCAACCAAATTCGGCGGCGCTCCTGTGCTCGTCTGTTCCAACACACAGTGCGCCAAACCACTTGAAAAGCGCCGTTACTGCTCCAAGTGCAATTTTGCGTGCTATTGCGATCAGGAGTGTCAGGCAAAAGACTGGGAATTTCATAAGCATGTTTGTAGCGAAGACTTGTGTCAGCAATTCGAGGAAATTATCCGTGATTTTGAAACATTGATGGAGCACTTTGTGATGATGGACCACAACTTGCTGCCCATGCCCGGAGATAGTCGTGATGTGCTTTAGAAAAAATACGAAAAGAGTAGAAATATCAAGGATTTACTAGTACCTATTCCAGGAGGATTACGCGAAAATTTGGGTGCCGTTTTTGTTCCGACTAAACATCAAGTGTATCCGCCCAATATGCCAGCCGAGAATGGACCATATTATTAGCATGTAGCATTGTGTTTGAAAAGGATGAAAAGCGATCCATCCGACAGGTTACGAATCATCAAAGCTGACAAGGCACACAATCGTTTGTGGATCATCAGCTTTGAGTACGATGCATAGCAAAAGCATACGTATATTTTGTATCGACTCAGGTCTCTGCACAATAAGGAATCAGATGTATACAAGTTTTATCGTCAGATAGCTTTGGAGTGGAACAACAAATATCGTGCAGAGTTGGAGAGAGCGTGCGCCAAGGTGGATCGGCAGGTGATTTCGGAATCGTCTGTTCTTACTTGCTTTGTAAATGATAACATTGACTATCCAATGTATTGATCAACTTTGTACTTTGAAAAGTTTATTCGTATTTGTTATTGTCAACTTTTGATGTACTGCGATTGCGAACCACCAAAAATTGAACGGGTTTGACACTTCGCACTTGTTTTACGAGCATGGGTTGATTTTCATCTGTCCTGTAGCCAGCATCTTCCAAATCTCTGCCTTCTTTTACCAGTGTTAGGGCTCTTTCTTCACAGTAATCGCACACATTATTTCTGACAAAGTCTACATTTGTATGTTGAGCGCCTGATGTATCTTGTTGTATCTTCCACTATAGCGTTAGCTATTCGGCCCTGTTTTGATTCAACTTTTTGCAATAATTGGCAGCTTGTTCAAATTCATAACTGTTGCGGCACAAGAATTTTCTTTCGAGCAAGTGAGGATGTTCAGCAGGATCTTTAGATCCAAATCGCTAGCAATAGCCAGCTGCCAAACTGTCAATGCCTTGTTTGACCCTTTCGAGTCTTCCCGTGTAGCGATAGGGAACCTTGACAACAACTTTTTCTCTCTTGGACATGTTGCCCAAAAATTTGGGATTGTGGTAGAGATCATAGGAAATTTGGTCGCGATATGATTTGTCTTGGGTATACTTGGAAAAGTCAATGTTGTGGAACATGTGTTTTTGATTTTGAGGTTGGTGTTTTGAGCAGACAAACAAATAAACCTATAGCAATTCGGTTTTGTTGCTAAATCGTCCTTAGTTGCATTTCATATTTATTGGTCTCGATCTCACATGACTGCTGTACTCTACTGTTGCTATTGTTGCTGTGGTTCATCATTTGTTACTGCCACTTCCGACGATACCTCCAACACTTCCTCGTCATCATCACCAAAGTTTTCCTTGAGTGGGTTCAATTCACCTGTAAAGTTAAATTCGGCACGAGCCTTGGGATAATTCATGTCCTTTTTAAACTTGGCATACTTGATCGACTCCAACGAAGTCCAAAATTTGTTGATGCTCTTGTGTTTGTTGATGATTTGAAAGGCCTTTGCGGGTCCAACACCTTTGATGGTTCCCGTGTAGTCGCAGCCACACATGATTCCAAAGTCAATGAACATGTTTTCATCCCAGTCAGCACCCAAACCCTGCAAAACTTCATCATAGTACAGCATCGAAGTTGGAAAACGCGAAGAAAACAAATAACGAAGAAGAATGGGTGCACCATGAACCAAAGCATCTGCATCATTGGTCACAACAACATCTGCACGTTTCTGGAGACACAATTCAACACAATACTTTTCTGCTTCGCCGGGTGCTTCTTCGTAGGGAATGTTGAAGTGATCAAACATGGTTTTCAACACATCGTAGTGAGAATGGTCGACCAAGTGAATGCGACTCTTTTTCTTGGCGATTTCTTGTTCTCGCTTGTTGATGTCTTCCGTTAGTGCAGCAATCTGTTGTTGATTGGGTTCTACAACTGCTGCCTATCCTTGTTCGTCAATACGTTGCTTCTTGAATGCAGGCATTACAGCGATGGTATCTTTTGTTTCGTCATCGTTTTCAAGAGGAATGTCAATGGCAAAGGACAATGTAGTATCATCAGTTCTTTCGACGTCGGCAGAAGATGCTTCTCCAACATTAACGACATTAGAAGTCTACGAAATATTGGCAATGGTTTCAGACAATTGTGTGCGAAGTTGTTCCAAAACCTGTTCCTGTTGTTTTACATGGTCAGATAGCGTATCCTAAGTTTGTTTTCTACGCTTCAACTCTTGTTGTTTACTCTCTGGAGCAGCACCATCGAAAACATAGATGTATTTGATACCCAATCTGTCCAATTTGGCAGCATGGTCGGTAAAGTATGTCAAGTATGAAGTATCTTCTGTCACTGTATCGGGTAGATTGGCGTTGTTTCTCAAACTATTGTTACGATAACCGTACGATGCAGCATACATGAGAACAGCAACATCGATGGCGAATGTTTTGTCTTTGAATTGTGAAAGGTCAGTAACTTGGTGAATTACTTGGGGACAGTGCTTTTGCAAAAATGGAAAGAGTCCGTGAATGCCCATTATTGTGTTGGCGTTGGTTGTTCAGAATTCAGAAAAAAGTTTTTGTTTTTTGGGACCGGACCCAGTTTTGTTTTCTCGAAATAAAAATCGGACCAACTCAAAAAATTTTTGAAGCATTTTATTTTTTTGTTCTTGGTTCTTGTTCGAAATAAAAGTGTTATACTTCGATGCTGACCAATGCAACACGATGCTAACGCCTAAACACTGCATCATAGGACAAGTCATCTGCCAACTAACTACCTTCAAACTTGACCAAACCAATGCCCTTGCTGTACATCCAAGTGTAATACTCGTCCATGTTCTTTGTCTTGATTGCTGCAAGTAGTGCTACAAGATGATCGTATAATACAATCTTGGAACCGGCCTATCCTAATTCTTCGTATCTCACACGATCCATGTTTACATTCATCAATACGTACATGCAATCACAGATGAGAACATAAAACTCCAACAATTCTTGCTCGACAGGTGTTGCCATTGTTTCGCATTCATTGATTTCCTTTTCTACGGATACAATGGCATCTTCGAAAGATTTGCGCAACTATTCTGCACTAACATCGGTATCTTGTAACTTGACAGCTTCCAATCCGCTGGTAGCCTGTGCAGCTGACAACAGTTTGGCCTTTTGTTGTTTGAGTTCAGTAACGTGTTTACCGATAACCTACCTAATGGCTGCACTCACTGTGGCAAGTGTCGCTGCCTTGTCAACTTCCATATGTTGCGCCATTTCCTTGAGGAATGCATCAAAGGCTGCTTCACTGATACGACTTCTAATGTATTTTTCGGTAACAGTATTGTTGTATTGCAGCGTACTGGACAGGACAGATGGAGCAATAGTTGAAAATACAGTGTTTTTGGATGTCGGTTGCTATGCAGAGGCAACAAGTTGGGCCTACAGGTTCTATAGAGCCAAATCACGCGATGTTATCGTTTGCTATAGTTGCGCAATTTGGTTCTGAAGAATTGGCAACTACTAATTCTGTTGCTATGCTTCTACAAGTTGTTGTTTGGTTTCCTAAAGTTGTTGCAATGTTGCAGCCAATTGAGTCTCGACGGCATGCTTGTCAATGGCCAATTGCCTCTGATTGTCTGTTAGGGCAACATTTTCGGCACGAAGCTTTACAATCTCTTGTTCCAAATTCGTATTGTCTACATTAGTTACAGACGGCTGCTATGAAATATGTTGACGTAACAAGACAATGTCCTACTTTGCCGACTCCAACTACATGTTCAACTTTTTGATGGTATCCATAAGGTGCATGGTATTGTCATTATTTGAAGCAGGACGTTGGTTTCTGATCATTTCTCCAAATTCATCCAACTATTGTTTGCAAGTATTGATTTCGCCTCGTGTTTGCTACATGACTACCTTCAATTCATCACGTTCCTTTGCAGTGGTTTCCAAATCTTTGCGTACAGAAACAACTTCATTAGAAACATTGGACAGCTTTTCGCCAATCTACCTTACAGAATTCATGGCTTGTAGTCGCAAAGTTTCTACTTGTTGCAATTTGGCATTGAGTTCCTTGTTTTGCTCTGTCAGGTTTTCCAAATCTTTGGTCTTTTGGGTTTGTGCCTCGACAAGATTCTCATTTTCCAACCTGTACTGCTCGACCATAGTACGTGCTTCAACAAGAGAAGTCTTGAGCGATTCAATATTGGTGCCCAATAAGCCCATCTGTTGTTCCAACTTTTCCTTTTCAGACTTTTCGATTTGAATCTTGGTAAGTTCTTGTTGTACATCTGCTATCTGAACCTACAGCCGATTCATTTGAATCTAATGATTGGACACGTCCAACTACAGTGTATTAATTTGTTCATCCTTTTGTTTGAGTTGTTTCTCGGCATTGTCCAGATTCGCCTAAAGTTGAACCAACCTAATTTGATTCTATGCATTTTCGATGGCTAATTGTTTGGCTCCATTAACAATCTTTTTGATTTCTTCTCCTCTGTCGCGTTGGCAGGCAGTTACATTGGAACGAATATCTTCGAGTTGTTTGTTCAAATTGTCTCTTTCCAACTATAATCGACTATGTTCGGCCATTTGATTTTGATGAATCTGCTACAGTTGAACAAGTTCAACCATTTGACTCTAAAGAGTCTGCTACAAGTTTGCCAAATCTTGTTCAAGTTGTTGTTTTTCCTGTAGCAATTGTTCTACCTGCTCGTTCTGGGATTTCAATGCTGTGATGATTTCACTCTTCTCCTAAAGACGCACATGCAAAGCATCTATGGACTTGGTGAGTTCGTCGTACGCAGAGAATAATAGTTGTTCTGGTTCGGACATGAGATAAGTTTACTCAATAAAAGTCGGAAAAAAGCGGATGCCTGTTCAATCTTTTATCATTACACAAAAGTTATTTATTAGTTGTTGCTCTTTTTCCTGATGGCAAGTTTGTTGACAGTCGAACAGATGAGTTCATTGTCCGTAAGTCTACCCTGTTGACATAGCACCTTTTGTCGTTGGTTCAAATAAATCTTGTTGCCCTTGTCGTTCAGATAGTAGAGACCACCTTTGGCTCCAATCTTGATTTCTTTGCTCAATTTGGCATTTTTGGCGACAACGGTCTACGCTTCTTGGAGTTGCTTCTATCGGTTGGCAAGTACAATGAGACCTTGTTCGATATTGTCCATGCTTGCGGTGGTTGATGATGATTTGGTCATTTTGTTGTTGGTTGGTTAGTTGGTGAGTGAAATGGTTTGGCCTTTGATGTTTGTTAAACAAAAGAATTCTTGTACAGATTTGTTTTTATTGACATGTTCAACAATTGTAATTAGTAGTTGTCACCAATGTCAGTTTGGACAGAAGCAAAAAGATTCCAACAGTCTTCAAACTGTACAGGGTCCAGACCAATCATTTCCTTGAACCGACGCAGCGAATTGATTTCAACGTCTCTGATTTGCAATGCATATGGTGTTGCTGTAGCATGCCATTGACCGTACATGGTGTGAGCAAATAGGGGATTTGAGGCAAATACTACCAAAAGTTTCGACTGTTCGTCACATTCCCATGGATTGCCTTTGGAAACGGTTTTACATTCTAGAACCAACGGTCTGTCGGGATAGAGTTGATTTTGGACATCAATAATTTCATTCAAGATTTCTTCGAGTTTTTCTATGGGGTTTTCTTGTGTTTCGGGATGAGCATCTGCCCATTCGTCTTCCATTGCTACGTCAATATCATCATTGTCGCCTATGCTGTCTTGACCATTTTCACTTTTCCACTTTTGTGATTCGATGCGTTGTTTTTGGAGTATGTCAAGTGCAACGGGTGTTAATTGTTCTACGGTGCTAAGGTCCAAGGTGAAACCAAAGTACAGATTAGCTTGTGCAAATGTGTCGTCTTGGAGGTCGGTCATTTTTTTTGTTGGTTCAAGTATGTTGTGATGTTGGCAGAAATAAAAAAGAAAGGGTGCCTCGACAAAAAAAATATTTTTTGAATTGGTTTCTTGTTTGTTTTCTGTACAAATTGAACTCATTGCTACGGATTTATTTGTTTTGGCAACACAACAATCAAAACAATACCAACCACAAATACTGCAACTATCAAGAGCAATGCAATAATGGCAAGAAGAATAGACACTTTGTCACGCGCAAGTGTTCTCATGTAACTACGCAACGATCTATTGGTTCTTTTGATTTCGGAACCCAGTTGATCAGTGTTCTGTTGGGTCTACTTGATCTTTTCATGTTGTTCCTTGAGTTTGGATGCTGTTTCAGCGGCAATATTGATGGTGTGTTCATTTTGTCTCAAGATTCTATCCAATACATCATTGGTATCGTCCTGTGTTTCGTGTATATCCTGTACAATTTTTGGGTGTTGCATAAGTTGGCGAAGTGAAGGGTTTTTATATGTGTTGCTGGATATTTTCTTTTCTGGCACCTGCCTTTGCCAAAGAATCTGCAATCTCATTTTCAGCATGACCGACATGCGCAGCAACGTACTCCAAATCTATTCTGTCCTTGTACATACGATACAATGGTAAAATCTTTTGCAAAATATCAACGTTCAAAACAGGCTGACCATCAGATTTGGTCCATCCATTTTTCAACCAACCTTCCATCCACAACTTTACAGAATTTATGACCAACTATGAATCCGATCGTATCAACAACTTTTTGTTTGTGTCGGCATAGTGTTCAATAAACTTTTCCATGGTAATGAGAACAGCAGTCGCTTCTGCACGATTGTTGGTTTGAAGCGAACCCTAAAGTCTTGCAGCAACATTCCACTCATGGTCGGGTCCCCAATATATGCCTATACCTGCATGTGCTTCGGGTGTTCCTTGTTCGTAACAACTACCGTCTGTATAAACAACTATCGTATTTTCGTCTTCGATTTGTTTTGGTGCAGGGTGAGACTTTTTCTTTTTGGATATCTTGTTGTCAGTTGTTGATGCAGTATTGACGAAACCATTTCTTACAAACTCTTCTGCCTTGTCTTGTTCATTGAAACCTCTGTAAATAGCACCTTTGTAGTTGTAAATGAGTGGTTTGACCTAGGACCATGAAGTGAATACACCTTGTTGTAAACCTTTGTGGACAGCGTAGTATTTGAATGGCATTATTTTTTTTGTCTGAAGTGGCCCTAAAAATATTTTTGAGTATTGGACTTGGGTGGCAAACTCACCAAAAATTTTTTGAAGTCAACTTGTTTGAAATCTTGAGTCAACAAAATATTTTTTGAACGCACAAAAAAACGAGTTTATACTTTTAGCTTTGCTCTATCTGTTTCCTTGTCCCAAATGTGGGGCAGATTGTTTCGACACTCGTAAACATAGTAACACAGATTCCAACATGCTCGATTATATCTTTCGCTGAGCCATTGTACGTATGCAGGAGGATACAATGGTCCGCCGAACAAGTCTTCGTCGTCTTCAAAAGGCAAACTGCGGTAACTCTGGAATTCGTAAAAGACTGCTATATTGATCTATTTGCCAATGACCTAGTTGAACAACTTTTTGGTCGTTTTGCTACCAATCTTGTTGTAAGGTAAGACCGAAAAGAGCAATGCAATGGCTGCAAAAATGGGCACCTGAGGATTTGTCGGGTTGGTCTTGGCCTCCTAGTTGTGCTCTTTGTTGCTACTCGTGATTAGCCATTTTAGCGCACGCTCTAACCATTCTTGTTTGACCGCAGACACTTTAGGGTCAATGTGCTGAATGCATTCAGCTGCAGGTTCGGATGCAACAGCCACAATATCAGGAATCTAGACAAATTCGATCAGCGCGTCGTAGGTGATGCTCTGTGACGTGATCAGTTTGTCGAATTCCTAGTATTTGACATCATCCATGTAATGGGGTCGATTGACGGATTTGTATGGATTTGGAGGTGATGGCGATGAAGGTTGCATGAATAGGAAGCGCAAGTGGCTGAATAGACAAATTTTTTTGGTGTTTGTTGGCTGTAGAAGCAGAGAATAAAAGAAGACGGCTTTTTCTTTGTTTACTCGCGAAAATGGTCATCGCAAAGAGTCTCATCACAAGGTTCATCTTCCTCATTTACATCCAGTCTGTGTTGTTGACAATGATCAACAAGATGGAATCGCTCGGTAAATTTCATATGAGGGGTCGTGTTGTGTTTTTGGTCAGGGTGGGTTTTTGGATGTTGACGCGAGCAAACAAGATATGATCATTTGATACAACGGTCTACCATCTTACACGCAGCGTAGCAAGTATTTTTTGTATTTTACAGTTTACGTGTTCTCTTGGGTGTTGGCATTGGTTCCTCTTCTTCTTCATCGTCATCCTCATCAACATCGTCTTCAGTGTCATCAGTATCATTGTCATCTTCGCTTTCGCTGTCAAGATAGGAATCGTCAACTGAAGCGGGCGTGGTTTTTGAAGCATGGCCCTACAACGCGGAAGCATGTCCCTACAATGCACCGAACAATGTAGTTTGAATCTGAACAGGTTTACCCTAATACTTGCAACCATCTCGGTAAAACTTGACAACTTTGGGATTTGCCTTGATTACCTTGGAATCGAATACTTCGAGGGACAGACCTTCCAATGAACTGGCTCTCGACAATGCAACATAGGCCTAAAAGAACAAACTAGTGTTAGTATTGATTCAAATTGTTTGTTAAACACTCGTTGGCTTACCTATCCTTCTGCAAACAATGTTCTGTCAATGCGCATTACAACTCTGTCCAAAGTCATCCCCTAGCTTTTCTGTTCATGGGTAAATCGAGAAAACAAAAGAACAAATTGTCAGCATTCTGCACAAATACAAGTATTTTTTTGGCGTTAACACGATACCGACATGAATAGTGATACTCCAAGCCAACTTCAAAGGAACCTGCATCAAATAAACTTCTGAATTTGAAATTTGTTCCTTGACACTCCATCTGTGCGGCTTCAATGTTACTTTGGCTCCATTGGTAAATTTGACAACAGGGTATGCCTATGAAGCAGGGTCATCGGGATCTTCCTTTTCAAAATCTACGACAACACCTCTTGAACCATTGACCAAACCATTTTCAAAGGACAGGTTAGCAGTCAACAATACCTATGCACCAACCTTGAGCGAAATTATCTTGACAGCAGGACCATTGTTGACCATTTGGTATTGAATCGCATCCAAAGTTTTTTGAACATGTCTGAAAATGGGGTCGTCGATGCTCATACCTTCAGAAAGCACCTAACCCGTTCTGCTATTGTAAACATATTCCTTGCCGGGCAACTTGTCCAACTATGCCTTGTTCATTTCGTCAACGTTCTTGTTGTAAGAATAGAGAACAGTTGGTTGAATACCATCCGACACATTGAATTTTCTGCCAACGCATGTGCGAAATAGTGCTTCATCTTCGGGCAAACATTGACCCATGCGCATTCTGTTCAGTGCAGAAATCATGGCAATGTTGTCCTATCTGAACACTTTCTTCAACTCCATAATGTGAAGTTTCAACTCTGCCCACAATGGCAACTCAAAAACAAAGTCGAATGGATAGGTGCTGTCCTTGTCCTTCACAGGAGGCAGCTAGGCGAAATCCCCTACCAACAAAACCTAAATACCACCAAAAGGTTTATGAGGTTGTGCCCTTACTTTGCGCAAAATCTTGTCAATCTTGTCCAAAAATTCGGGTTCAACCATGCTGATTTCGTCAATAATCAACAAATCATATCCAAGCCACTCTTCAACAAATTTCTTGTCCTTTGCTTTGAGACTTACCAACTCATCTGCAGTTTGCTTGGCCATACCAACACCCAAAGCAGAATGAATGGTTGTACCTCCAAGTGGCACGGCAGCAATTCCAGTAGACGCTGTTACTGCAACTTTGAGTCCCAATTCGTTTCTGGCTCTGTGAATTAAATAGCGTAGCAAGAAACTCTTTCCCGCTCCGCCAGGAGCAGTAAGAAACACATTGTCGCCATTGTCTATTGCATTTATAGTGTTTTGTTGTTCTTCGGTCCACTTAACATTGCGATACATTTGCTCAAGACGACGCTTTTCTTCTTGGATTTTGGGGTCATGTTCATAGGTTACTTCTAATTGTTGTTTTTTAGGAGCAAAAGTTTTGTTCTTGGAAAAGAATTTGCGCTTCATTGTGATGATATCTGGCTGTAAGGGTTCAATAATAATAAAAAAGAAATTGTTGAATGGTCTTGAAAATATTTGTTAAAACAGAAAAATGTTTTTGTGAGTTCGAAAAATTTTTGATTTTACTAGCATTATTAAATTTTAGTTACATTACATGCATGTCAAGTCAGCTGACAATACCAATTCATTTTTGTCTGTTTGTATTGTATAATAAGTACCATTTTCAATCTTTTCCACGTCAAAGCCCCAGATTGTATGCCTTTTGTTCGCTTGTGTTGCGCGTTCTTCAGGACGCTTTGCTTGTTTTCTGGTTAATACACATGGTATCTGATATAAATGAGGACCGTTAATACCAATTCGCCAATATGTACCCTTTGGAGCAGTTGGACTGTGGCTCTTTAGACATGACTTAACTTTGTTTACCCTAAAGCCGCACAATCTGGCCAATGTTGCTGTCGCCCTTGTTACTTCCTCACGCACCTAAACAAAATCATATCCTTGTTGAAGATCACCGCGAAAATGACCATCTGTATCCATCAAACCGGCAAGAAGAGGGAGTCGTACCTACTAAACGTCGTCATACATCATCATTGAAGGTATTGCTTTATGTTCAAAAATCCCCAGACCCTTAAGCAGTCTCCTGAATGTACTCTATGCATTTTTGTCACCTTTTCGATGCACCAATGATACATATTTGACATTTTCATCTACAGGTATACGAATATGCGCATCACAGCCAATAATGTTTGCAACATGTTTTAGTCTTTCTATCATTGTATGTTCTTCGTTGATGCCTACAGTAAAAGAAATGTTGGCTGTAGTACCATCACCAATCCATGCACCGATCAACCACGCAGTCATTTGTATTTGTTCTTCGCTAGGTTCAACTCCCAGAATATTACCCAAAAGCTATTTGAACTATCCTTCTTTGTGTTTAAATCGCACAACTTCTGGCATGAATAATACTCTTTCATGCCCTATATTCTTTGAGTTGATAAGAGTAGAAATGGTAGGTTGCCAGATGAAGTCTTCCTTTACCAAATCACGCTATTGTTGTAAAAAGTCGTGTGCTGCATTCTTCGCATCCTCTTGTGTTGCGTATTTACTACATGAAAACTTTTTGGCTTTGCGGGTGACTATGTTAGAACTACATATATGTTCAAAGTATTTAACCTCATAATATGCATTTCTAGCCCATTTACCCTGAGTTTTTTCATTATAACGTATTGTATTTCTGGCAGATAGTTTTAACGATACTACATGATTCAAGCTACACTCAAAGATTTCTCCTGGGCTATTGTCGCTTGAAATAACTTTATACATGGGTCCTGTACGTTCAGAAACAAAAGTGACCGTTACAGGTGTACTGTTAGCGCTCATAATCTGGTCACCAATTTGAAGCTATGAAACAAGCTTCGTAGAACCGTCAAACATGAGAAGAGGTGTGTTGCCGCCGAGATTCATTGTGAAGTGTTTTGTTGGGGTGTTTGTGTGATAATAATTATTGCCAAACACTGCACTCAACAACTAAAAAATAAATTTATCTAACAATTCGGCGTTTTACGTAAAAATAGAAACAGTTCCAACGCCAGCAATTCCAATTTATTGTTTATTTTTCCTGTACCCGCGTCGCCTGTTAAAAAGATATTTTCACCATTATCTAGTGCGTCGATAACACTTTGTTGTTCGTCAGTCCATTTTGCGTTGCGAAACTGTTGTTCAAGGCAACGCTTTTCTTCTTGGATTTTTGGGTCATGTTCATAGGTTACTTCCAACTGTTGCTTCTTGGGTGCAAAAGCTTTGTTCTTGGAAAAGAATTTGCGCTTCATTGGTTATTGAGTAAAGATTAAAAGGGATGACGTTAGAAAGGGCAGTAAAAAAAGTGAATGTTTTTTCGAATTTGGGTGGCTGTACTTTTTCTTTCTCGACAATTTGGTCTCATAAAAAAACAGACTACATGGTTTATACAACACATGAACCACAATCAAAGACTCAACTCACAATGGCCTTGATAAACTTGTATGCCAGAAAGCAACCACCAATGACAATGATAGTAGGAATAGAAATTGGTGCAGTAGCCAAGACCACAACCAATCCACCTAACACCATGAAAGCATTAAAGCTATCCTTATTTTTTTCGTAGTGTTCGTCTAACTTTTCTTGGTTAATATCCGTCAAATCCTATGCAAAAGAGCCTGCACCATTATTGGGATACGACGACACTGTAATAAAAGTAAATACATGTCAGAGTTATTGTTTACTCATCGAAACACAAGTAATACGAACTGATGAAAAAGTAACAAGGGTGTTGTGTTGCAAGATAGAAAAATGGCGGTTTGGGCTTATCGGTGTTCAAAGATCAGTTTATTGTTCGCTTGTTACTTCCAACCAAAGTCTATATTTGCACCTCTTCTTTTGGACTACTATGAACCACCAACTCTTTCATAAACACACACCTTGTCACTATGTCCATAACTATTGCAAATTTCGCACAGTCTCAGAGGACAGTGATTTTGAGAATGATGTCTTGCTCCGCACAAAAAACAGTTTCCCTTGAAGAAGCTTTTTCTGAGATATCTGTGATTGTCAGGTGCAACATACTTCTACTTTTCGACATCATCGCTTTGTGTTGGCATCTGTTGACCACTGTACATCGTATAAGTATACTTGTAACATGCTGGCTAAGATTGCTAAGGAACAGTAACGAGTTGTTCTTTGACTTCAGTGCTGGTTTCTGCGAGTTGGTCTTCGTGGTCACTGTCCACATCTTCAAATGGTTCATTTTCACTTTCTTCTGCATCGAGTTCATTTGGTTCAGGCAAAGGAGACTTAAGTTGTTCAGAAGCAGCAGTTACGGCAACACTTTTTGCTGGTCGTCTGAATGCTGTAACAAATATTTCTCCCTTGGCAATTGCCTATAGTCGAACAGGTTCGACCATCAGATTCTATCGAATCGGCTACAGATTTTTTGGAGAACTGTCCATAAAGTTGGTAGACTGGTTAGTTACTTAGTTTATTCCCTGATACGCAAAAAAAGGCTTCATGGAGTGAGTCAACGAAATCAGCAAGTCTATTGGTTATTTATTTTTACTTAGAAGGGACGCTGCTGTCGAACCTGGTCGACCATTTGGTTCTAAAGAACCGGCTGTTGTTGTGGTCTTGCTTGCATTGTAGGCTGTTGTTGTTGGCGCATCATACTGGCTGGATTCTAAAATTGATATTGTGGCTGTTGTTGGGGTTGTCTTTGTTGCATGTAACCCTATTGACCACCATAACCTGTTGGGTAAGATGGCTGCTGGGGTTGAGTTTGAAGAGCAGGATTATATGGTTCGCGACCCGAAATACGTGGGAATGATGACTGTTGCTGTCGGCCGTGGTCGACGATTTGATTCTAATGAATCTGTTGAATATTGACATTGGGTGGCATTGACATTGCGCTATTGTTACTTGGTCCTGCCATTCCTGGAGTATTCATTGGCTATGTGGCTGCGGGCTATAGCAGATGAGCAGGAGCGGTATTCTTGCGTCTTTCCATGTATTCACTAAGAACTCTTGAATCGGCCTTTCTGTCGCCAATAATTTGGGCATTCAATGCATCGCCTCCGGGAATAAAGGCCAACTGGTCATCGCCGCCAATGTCCTACAACTTCTTACCAAACATTTTACCACCTCCCGCTGCACTTGATGTGTCAAAGGCAATACCAAACTCGTCGGCTGGTCTTGAAGGATCGAGCATCGACACGTTGCCACCCGAACCTGCAGCCGTTGCCTAAAAGCCAATGGGTCTTTGAATATCGGTGCTAGCACTGCCTCCGCCTCCGCCGGTTTGATTGGCTGCTGGTCCTCTTATTTGGGCAATAAACTTGTTGATCTCCATAAAGGCTGCATCGCCACGGAATACTTCGCGAGTCATGTTCTTTGCAACGACGGGCAATGACTGTTCGTTTCTCAAAACGTTCTTCATCACATCGGAAAGCTTCTCCATGGGAATCACACGAACGTCCTAGAGCCAAAAGTGGTCCTTGAAGTCTTGAATCATGTTCAGTAACTAGAGACTGCGCTGATGGTTGGGCAAGTAGTAGATAATGTAGGTCTTGATACATGCAGTTTGCTGGCCGCCTTGATTGCTGCTAGCGCCGACATTGTTCATGCTAACGTTGCTCGGTTGTTGGTATTGGGTGGTCTGAGCGGGTTGTTGAGTATACATTTGCTGTTGAGGTAAAGTATTATGTACAGGGTTGCGCTGAAACTATCCCATATTTTGCTGGAACTGGGGAGTCTATTGCTAAAATGACTGTTGTCTCTGTTGCATGTACTACTATTGATTGTTGCCAGTAAAGTGAGTCTGCTGCTGAAGAACTGGTTGCTGCTGTTGGTATTGGAACATCCTTGTTGTTTGAAGAAAAGAGATTTACAAGTCCTGAAAGAAAATAGTTTTACTTCTGGGCCGAGATAAAAAAGCAGCACCAAAATTTTTTTTGAAGCACCATGTTTTTTGGGGCATCCAAAGTTTTGGAGCAGCACAACTTTGGAAAACAATTTTATTTTTTTTGCAACACACACCCCTCCTTTTCTTGCACATATTGTCATTACCAAACACCTACCCCATGGCCGACTACTACCACCATTATGCACCAAGCAATGGATACTATAGTGAAGAAGACTCAGACTATGACATGGAACCAATGGAAGTCGAGGACAATATGTCAGAAGAAATATTTGAGCAGAGCAGCGGGTTCTTTGAAACCCAATTATCGGCCACGCCCAACAGCGGTCAATCTCAGGCATCATACTTTGCAGTCTCGTTTTCGAATGGACTAGCATTCAAAGTATTTGACGAATCAACGGATCAATGCATTGGATAATACAAGCAGTTGTACATTTTTTAAATGTTGTAATTTACTCCTCATCATCTTCACCCAAATCAGACTGCAAATTCCAAGCTGGCGGTGGACCACATGGTGACTGGCATACAGACTTGAGATTGTCGCACCAGTTCGAACACCAAACCATGCAGTCGCCCATGTCTGCATATTGACGCTGCCTGCCATCTGGACAATAACAACAGGCATTGGTGGCCCGTGCAAATTGAACATAGAATGCACCGAGCAATAGTAGCAATACAAAAATGAATGAGCCTTTCATGAACGATTGTTTAAGGGTGTTTGGACACGGTGGGGTTTTTGGTTACGTTTGTTTGGACCAGATAGCGGCTAAGATCGCGCAACCCAAAAGATCGGCGCTAACACACATACAAAAAACAATCTCCATGACCGGCCTCGACCCGGCAACCTTTTGGTAACAGCATCACATTTACAGCCAAACGATCTACCAATTGATCTACACAGAGACTTGTATGTTGAGTGGCATTCAGAAAAAAATAGGTTCGGCACCCCAAAGCAAAAATCGTCGTTCTAATAAAAAAACATTCTTATCATCATTATTTTTCCTAAATATGTCCATGAACGAATCATATACAAACGAGTGGACACCCAGAGCACACCGCCTTATCAACGAATGGAAAGAAAAGGCACAAGGTTATGCTTGGATGCACACTCAGTCTAGCAAAATCTTTTAGCACTGGTACATTCTCATTTCGTTACCACCTGTTTTGTTGTCAACTGTAACAAGTACAGATAGCATTGCATCTTTTGTGGTCGATACTTCGTAGATACTTCCCCAGTGGTTACAAATTACGGTCAATGCATTCAGTATTGTCATTCTGCTCTTCAACGCACTACAGGCATTTCTCAACTTCAAAGATCGTTAGTCTCTACATGCACAACTTGCCAAACAATTTCTGACACTGGCCAGCAAGATCCAACAAGAACTCATTATGGAGCCAGCCAAAAGAACACCATGCACCATCTTTTTCCAGTACGTGAGCAACGAATACAACAAACTGCTCGAAGCAGATGCAGCCATCCCGCTCATTGTAAGTTGGCGTTATTCTCTGTTCCTCAAAAGCATGCACAAACACGGTAAAAGAGTTGCCGTTCCTGACATTATCTGGCCAGAAGTTTACAATGAACGCATGCTTTCGACGCCAACACCTCCTTGGAGCACCAATACCGGTAATAGTAACAATAACAATAGCAGCATAGTAGCACAATCAACTCCACCCCAAGCAGATGATTCTATTAGCATCGAAACCCAACATATTCAACAGGAAGTTGCGATTGAGCATGCCGAACATTAGCAGCAGCAGCAACCAATAGCAGAAACAAGGGTTGACATTGAAAACGAAAACACTTTGTAGCAGCTATCGCACGACCGTCCGATCCAAATGGTTGGTCATGTCCAACAACAGCATGTTCCATAGAACGAAATGGTCGACCAGAATCAACTGCAACTGTCAGGCAAAATCCAAAAACAAACAACTTTTGATAACCCCAACAATGTGGATATGAAGATTCTGCAACAATATAGATTCGGAACACCAACGCCAGCAGTGGTAGTAGTCAACAATCAACCTCAACCACCGAGAAACTTGTTCCAAAGAATTCTTGCAAGTGGTCGTTCATTGATGAATACTATCAATCGTGGCCAACACTTTGGTTCTGAAGAATCTGCTACCTTGAGACAACAGCAGCCGGTTGCAGGTAACACCCAACAGCAACCAACAAATCAAAACAACCTGCCATTAACTCAACGTGTCACATCACTATCTTCCATCAGAAGCAACGGCATCATGAGAGAAGACGGAACAGATTTGATGCTTACGTTCATGCACGGTGCACGCAGACCATCATTGACAGATTCAACTGTTCCAACTATGCAAAATAGTGCGTAGATTTGGTCACCGGCCATGCCATCTTAGTCACAGTCTGCCAGTTCGAGAACAACAGCAGTGTCTTCTCCAAAGTAGCAGACAACGCAATGAAATAAATTTTTTTTGTACATAACGGACTCTTACTCATCGCATTTATTACACTTTTATTCGAACAGTTATTATGTTGACAGGCAATCAGCAACTAAAAAAAGATCAGTCTGATGGCTAATGCAATCTCAAAAAGTCGCAACACAACTGCAAAAGTGGCACAAAATTTGATTTGAATCTTTCCTTTCTGTGTCGGCCGCCATATCTGCACACATCATTTGCCCTATCTGCATTCCACCATTGTATCGACTTCTTTTCCAAAAATTCTGGGTGAACATTCAGGCGCCGCTATGTGGGTTCATATGTTATGGCAGGATGATAGTGAACCTCGTCGGGACAGTCATTATACCAAAAACTATACATGTCATTCATTACATTAACCCACTGCTGAAACTATCTTACCGTTTCCATACAACCTGTTGTGATGGCTATCGGTCCTGTATCTATGGGCTACTCGAATCCGGCAACGACTAGTCTACAACCATACGTAGCAGTCCGTTCGTCAATATACATGCTTTCCACGTATCTGACTATCGACTCAGTTGTACTAGTGCTATGGCCATCGTCATCTGTTGGTATGTACAATTGTGGCAAAACGGAACCCGGTCGTGGCAAATAGCACTACGGCTGCTGCAGCTACTCAGGTCCAGTCGTCAACACCAACTATCTATTCCATCCCAACGCAGTTTCCAAATCATGCCTATATCTCTACATATCTCTCAGAGTATGCAAATAATACATGCAATACTGAAACCTATCGTGAACAGCAGGGTCCCACGGTACTTGTTTCAGAAACAATATGTACTTGCGTTGCGGGTCACTTTCCAACACGAGATCAATTCTCAATGTATATTCGCCACGCTGCAATGCTTGTGCAATATGGTCTATTCTTTTTTCGTAATCATATGGTTCATCATCCATGCAACACACAACACCCAAACTTTCTTCGATGAACTCTCGTGCAGCCGTTCGCTCGATGGAATTACTGTCAATCGTTTCATGATGCCTGCCGCCACAGTCGCTCCAACGATTCGAGTTGCGATATGAAAATCTTTTTCTTTTGCTGCCACTATTGCCATTGGTGTTGCTATTTTGTTGTTGACTTGGATTGTGATGCTGCTGGTTTTGGTGAGTTATTCCAAGATATTCGTACTAACAACGAGACTGCTCCTTTGCCAGCAAAAAGTAAATATTGCTAAAGTGATCCTCTTCAATTGCACTGGCAGGATAAGGAGGTATGCTGTAGCAAAGAATACCCGCTCCGCAAATGGTCGAGGGAGTTGTTGCGGTGCTGTGTTTTGCCTATTCAGCAGTGGGGGTAGAAGTATGTAGTATGACGGAGTCTAGTGCTGCTTGCTCAAGTATGACGGAGTCTTGTAGCTGTTGTATGGTGGGGGTAACGGAGTTGAAAAATGGTATGTCTTGGTTTTTTTCTTGATCCATGTGATCTGTCACGTATTATAAATGATGATTTATTTATACGATAGCCTTTTTGTTCCAACGGACGAGCGTGAACGAATCTAGGTTTTTTGTCGTGTGCGTCGAAAAAAAATATGAAATGATCCCCAGAAAAAAAGTGGCATGTATGACGTTGCTTGCAAAAGCAAAAGAGAAAACAAATTCCAAAAAAAATATATTTTTTGCTGTGGATCACACGAAACGCTACTTCCAACTGTTGCATAGAAAAATAAAAATGAGAACAACAAAAAAATTTCTGGTCAATCCAGCAAACAAAACCTCGAACATTCTTTTTTCTCTTTCGACTATTCGATAAAAAGCAAAGCGCAACCTATTTCTTTTCAGGCAGCCAGCAGGTATAACAAACAACAAACAAACAAACATGAGCGATTTCGGAAACGTTGCACAAGACTTTGGTGAAGGTATGGGTATGGCGACTCCTTCTTATGGTGGCTTCAAACAAACAGCCGGTGTCAAAATGGGTTCAGGTGGCATTCCCCAGTTTGAACAAATGCCCAGACGCGCATCCACACCCGTTGGCAACAAAATGCAGGTTGGTGGAGGCGGTTTCAAGTCTGCTGGTGGTTAGACATCTTAGCCATCATCGATGGGCTTTAGCGGATTTTCGGGAAGTGGCGGTGGTCAGTGGAAGTCTGCCGGTGCTGCGGAACAGCAGAGTGGCAACAGGGCAGCAGCGGCGGCAGGTTCACAACAAAAGTCCAAATTTGCAGCCGTAACAACGCAAGGCCAGATTCGTCGTCCAGTTGCTGCCCCGGCTTAGTAGCCTCCTTCACAAACATTCAGACCTAAATAGGCTCCGTCTCCCGTGCCCACGCCCGCCAAAACTACCAACCATTAGGTTTTATAGAATCAGCTACAGCAACAAGAAGACGAGCAGCCTACTACGCTCAAGATTGCAACTTACTAGGCACCTCCCGCTGGCGAAGAGTCTAATCTGAAATATGAGGTGCAAAATTTGAAGTTGGAGACTGAACAAATCCAAAAGACTTTTTAGGCAAGACTTGAAGCAACCTTTAACGGCATTCACGAAAAGAACATCCAATCCGATGACCGACTCGCAAAGTTGGAACAAAGAATGGAAAAACTCGAAAAGATGATTGCATCATTGTCCATGGCTGGCAACCAACAAGCAGCAGCACCAGAAGCACTCAACGAAATGCGCTTGGATTTAGACCAGGCCATCCTGATTGCTCGCGAAGCCATGGAGCGTACTCGTCAATTCTATGGAACCGTTAATGCAGCGGAAGGGTTGACCATGCACAGATTCTTGGAAGGAGACGTCATCATGCAAGAAGAAGATATTCCCGCAGAAAGACAGGCAGTCAAGGGCGAAAAACTCAGACTTTCTTTCCCATTCCGTCAAGGCAGAGAAATTAATGGCAACAAGGATTATCTGTGGGCTCGCTGTTACCATATTGATACCACGAATGCCAACGTTGTCGAATATTGGGTGCGCTTGTTTGACATTGATAGCACCGAATGTATGTTTGACTCGCTTTCATTGGTTTAAAAGAATACAAGTAATAGTAATAAATATACGCGGATTTACAATTGTTTATATCACATTATTGTTTGTTGTCGCAGTTACAGAGTTATTGTGATGGAGGAAACGTTAGCCCAGCCGCTGGCAAAAACTAGGACGATGGCGGCTAAAACGGATAACTGTCAAAAGAAAAGGCAGGCACTTGCGGCGAAAACATGGTCGGCATCTGAACAAAGTAATTCGGTGGTAATGGCGGCAAAGTCATGTGTTCCATGGGATAATTGTTTGGAATCTGTACACATGCAGTCGAACTTGTTCGACCATTAGGTTCTATCGAACCGGCCACACTGCCAATATCCTTGTTCTGAGGAGTCTATGTATCTTGAACTGCATTGGCCGGAAGCACACCCATGATAATTTCAGGTTTGGATACTCTGGGTTTACGCTTTTTGGTCGCTGTTGCCGTCGTTTCTTTCTTGACTATTGTGCCACTGCTACTACCAGAACCAGAATCACTGCTGCTGCTACTGCCATCATTCAACATTTGTTCCATCTTCTTCACCTCGGAAGACGACAAGAGTCTCTTCTTTCTCTTGGGTTGTCCTTGATTACCATCGGGATCTTCAATGGCACACAATTCGGCATCTATTTCATTCAATTCGTTCATCTTACTGGACAGTTCAAGCATCAACTTGGCATGTTCCTTGATTTGATCAGGCGTAGTAAGTCTGGGTTCCAATTCTTTGACACGCTTTGCTTTGGATGGGAGCAAACTATGATAGGCTCTTCTTTTGGATTGTCTCTTCTTGCTCTTGGCAGGAATGGTTTCGCCATACAATATCAATAACTACTTCTCGATGGCTCGTACTTCTTCAATCTTGACATCTCGCTTGACAATCAATTCTTGACGAAGGTCCATCTCATCCTGCTCATGCATCAGGTATCCTTCCAATTCGGGGTCGTTCATTTCTTCATCCGCAAAGTCTTCGTTGAATTCGAATTGTTTTAATCTGTTCTTCTTTTCCTGCTCTTCTTGAATCTTGGGATCGACAGTGGTAACGATGATGTTGTCGTCTTGCATCTGTTCGTCTGTTTCTGCTTCTGCTTCTTCGACAACAGCTGTTCGACCATTAGGATCGGCAGATTGTGTGGTAGCTGATTCTGACTATTTGGATTTGTTGTTGTTCTTTTTACGCGATGACGATCCTGTTGAAGTGGCAGTAACAGATGCAGCAACGGCAATAGTAGGCTAAATAAACATGCTTCTCGTCAGGGGCGTTGGTTCCTGAATCTTGACAGTCTTCATGCGAACAACTTCCTAACCATTTTGATTCTTTTCGACAATGGTAATTCTATCATACTTGCGCTTCGAAGGACGAGGATGTGCCTTTGTTGCAACTTCTTCGAAATTTTCATTGACCGTTGTATACTTGCTGACTGCAGAACGATATTGCTACAGTCTTGGACCACGAAACTGTCTCAACTTTCCAGAACTGCTACTTCTACCTACATGTGCACCCGAAGGTTTGTAGGGTTTGAGCAGACGAACTATACGACCATGTTGGGCAAGCCAGTTTAGAATCTTTTGGAATTCGGGTCTGCGCTTATCTTTGGGTGCAAGGTAGACCCAATAGTATGCATCATAGCCTTGAATATATTGTTCAGCCGTCAGTTCGGGACCCTTGTCAAAGATTTGAGCCTTGTGATACTCGATGAATTTGTCTGTAACCTTTCCATCGCGATGCAAAACCTTGATGACGAACGATTTCAATGGCTGCGAAGTACGATTGACAATATCAACATTGCTCAAACCTCTGGCATGTTGCTGTTTGAGATATTCTTCGGCCAAAAGCATGAATTCGTCCGTGGTTGTCCATGTAATCGTGAGAGGTCTCAACTTGACAATAGGATCGTCAACTTCATAGTCCATGGCAATTAGCTTCTTACGAATCTCGGGTACGATGGATTGAGCAATTTTGACCTTGACTGCTTGTTTGCTGTTGGGTGGATTGGCAGCATAGATTTGAATGCCTTCTTGTTCCATCTGTGCATTGAATTCATCCAAATTTTCTACTGGGTAAATGCTAACATCAACCTGTTCGTGCGGATCTTCAGAAATGAATTGGACGGTTTCAAAATAACGACGCGCAAGTCTGTCAGCATCGGGTGAATTGGGACCACAGTCGCCGCGATATTGAATGCTGTATGCGTCGGCAGGTGTTGGAGGCACACCATGATGGCCCAAACTTGGAACAAAGGGCAACTCCCAACGGATAACTTTGTAGTCGCGCTTAGTCACCTTGTACAGGGAATTTTCTTCGTCAATGGACAGATACATGAATTTTTCGTGTTCTTCTGCATGGCAACGAATTCTAAAGTGTTTGTTCTTGGGAACACCGGGTTCATGTTTCAGAACGAGTTCAACCGGATTGTATCTGAGCCTTAGGTTGAGCATGGGCATACGGTGAAGACGAGCAATGGGTCTGGGTGGAACAATACGATTTTGATCCTTGGACGGTTCACGTTGACCATTAATGAGTAATACTTCTGCTTTGGCCGCATTGTATTCGTCTCCAGTGGTCAGCATGCGATTGGTATCTTCGTCGTATTCTTCATCGGGGTCTTCGAGTTGTTCGCGTTGTAGGGGGTCTTTGTTTTTCCATAAGTTAATGATGGTTTTTAGAATAATTTGAGCATCACTGGGATTACCACTAGAAGTAGAATCTTCGTCTGCAGTCGGTCGTGCTCGATCATTTAGATCTAAAGGTCCTGCTACGGCAGACGACACGCTAGCGTCAAATGGTTGTGTTCGTTCAATTGCAGTTGGGCAACAATTTGAATCTAAAGATGATTCTGCGGTAGACGATAAATATAAAGACTTGATATCATCTGGTAGCGGAAGTAGTTTGATGTCGTATTCGCGCAACGTGAGCATAACGTAACTGATAATTCTGTCAATCATGCTAGGAATGTTGCGCAAACGAAGATTACGGGCATTGATGGCACGCTATTCTTTTTCTTGTTGCTTCTCTTGTTCGCGTCTGGCTGCTTCTTCTTTGCGCGCCGCTTCGCGCTGTAGTTGATATATAGATTTTGGCTTGGGTTTGTGAACGTATTTGTTGTTGGGTAATGACGATTGTTCTTGGTGGTCTTGACTTGTTTGTGGTTGATGTTGAGTTTGCGGCGAAGAAGATTGGAATGATGGCATCTACAACATTCTTTCCATCATTAAATCTGTTTCTGGGTCCTCCTCATCATCGTCATCGTTTTCATTTTGGTGCAACTGAGGTTTGTTGTCATTAATGTCATACATATGCTGTTGGTCATTGTGATTGCCAAAAATGGTTTCAAGAATATCGAAATCTTGTTGTTGAAATGTGTTTTCGTTGTCGAATGCAGAATCTGAAGATTTAAATTGTTGAACATGTTCGACTGCAGACTAAAGGTCGAATGAAAATTGGCCGTCATCTTCTTCTTCTATTGTTGTTGCACTACTGCTGGCATCAGATGATAGATTAAGAACCTGGATATCATGAAATAAATTATCTAAAATGTTTTGGTTTTGTTGGTGAGTCATGCTTGTGCTTATTTTTTTGTTTGGGGATGATGTGCTAAGGTGGGGGCAAATTGTTGTGTGTGTGTTGTGAATGGTGAATGAAGTGCGTGTGTTTTTTTGTGCGTATGTCTGTAGCCAGTGGCAAAAAAATAAAAATAAAACTCCCAAAGTGTACTCTTTCCGCAACACCAATAAATAAATGTGATTCATGTTATTTTATTGTATCTGTTTATGCATGCTCATTTACTCAAACTTGGAGCCAAATAAATGTACCTTGTGCACCAGCTGCTCCACTTTGACCTTTACCAAGACCAATACCACCCGCACCTCCACTCACATCAATAGTGATTGCCGTAGACGATTTGGCTGTTTGTGTGACAATGACAACAGAACCACCGCCACCGCCACCGCCGCCACCAGCGCCACCTCCTGAAACTATAGAATATGCATTAGCACCAGCACCGCCTCGGGCACTGACCTTACCTGACCCCACGACAGTTTTGGCAGCAATCATTATAATACCACCGCCCGAACCCCCAGCGCCACCATTACAACTTTTAATAACAGCACCGCCAGAGCCTCCATCACCACCCTATACTTGAAGTCCAGTCAATGTACGCATGCAAATAGCACTATTTTGCTACAAAAATTGTTTAATACCTCCATTTAGCTTCGATGGAATGGATGGTACTGTTCTAACGACGCCTCCCTTTCTGGAAGTGTCACCCGTAATGCCACCACCAGCACCGCCAACACCGCCGACTTGCAAGCCCGCTGTTGTCTAACCACCATCTACACCTGTATTCTAAGATGCGCTGTTACCGCTGCCATTTCCCGCTGCGCCACCTGCTGCGCTGCCACCCAAAGTTCCGGCAGCAAGAGCGTCTCCAGAATTGTTTACATTATAAGCACCATAGGTTGCATCCATACCATCTCTAGAGATTGTTCCGTTCAGATTTAACGTGCCAGAAGCAAAAATACGATAACCACCAGTGTTCAAAGTAACACCTGCATTGATGGTAAGATTTTGGCAGTACAAATCATCATCCAAAGTTGTGTTTGTCGAAATGACCACATTGTTGGTTGTCGTTATCAAACTCTCCGCGGTCACAATGGAACCAGTACCAGCAGGATCGTATACCTAACCGCTTGGTGTATTGTTGGTCAAGACAAATGCTCTATTGATTGTGCTCGTTTGTTGAAGACTGTCGAGTTTGGCCTTGTCTGCTGCACTCATGAAACCTGCAGTGGATTGAGTTGCAACTGCATGCAAGGTTCCGCCCATTTGATCTCCGTGTGCATGGACGTGATCAGCACGAGCCAGTTTTTGCGATACACCTGCCCCGTTGATAGTTCCAACACCCGCAATATCTTCATCGATACCAACCTCTACTCTATGTCTATGGTCACTGCGAGCAAAGCTTGGTGCGATACCTTCGGTGTTTGTATTGCTAATGTCTGCCTGAATAGAAATGGGAACGTCCGTGGGGAGAGCGTCAGGTCCGCTGGGAATATGACGACTCGCGTGCGCAGATACATCAACGCCATCAACTTGACCCACATTGACAATGTTGTAACTGTTCATGTCCAAATGGCCCAACATGGGATCTTGAGCAGTACGCAGCAAATATTGAGGATGGTCATTACCAACTGCAAGACCAAGCAAGTCAGAATGTTTGGTAATCACGTTGGACTGTGCATTTTGAGCAGTGAATGCAGGCGTTGGTCTAACATCGAGAATCTTGTAAATTGAAGCATTACCCTGCTAAACGACAAGATCCGCCAAAGGAACGACAGACTCGCTGAAGTAGCTTGGATATTGAACAACAGCATCTTCGCAGGCTTGTGCAGTCGAAAACTGTTGTGTACCCATGACCAAGAAGTAGGTAGTAGATGCCCCGTCCAATGAGGAAATAACAAACAGTCTGTGCTTCACAAAGTAACCAGCAGTTAGTGATCTGAGACCACCTGCAAATGTGGTATCATTCCACTGAGTGTGATTTACAGTATTGCCGGATATATGGTTGCAGTTTGATCCTTCGTAGTAAATGGTTTGGAAATTACCACCGGCGACGAGCGCAGTGGAGTTGTACAAAATAGAAGCATAGTAATACTTGGCTGCGGTAACCGCCAGATTCCAGCTTCCATTAACCGTTGCGTTACCACCAGAAATTACCATACTGCCAAAAACATCTCTGAGCATGGAATCGATTCTGTTTTCCATCTGTTTAGCATCAACTACGGACTGATCAATGAGCAGAATATTGCCATCGCAAGTGTGAACTCTGCCCAACAGAACATTGAGTGTGGTGCTTGGACGAGAAGGAGCCGATACAACTTGACTTAGCTGGTTCACGTAAACATACGTTGTGGTCTCGTCGGGCAGAGTGATAGTTGTAGCATCCCACTATACTCTGTACACACGTTGTGGGTCGCGACAGTAACCGATACCTGCTGAAACATTGAGCACAAGACCACCTCCATCGGACATGACGCCTCCCTCGACGATACCCATGGTTTGGTTAGTGATGAGGTCCGTCACATCAGTCAGTTCACCGACATTGGCACCCATGGTGAAACGACCAACAGAAACAATACCAGTGTTGGCGGGCGTGATATCAGAAGAAACAAAATTGAGAACGAGTTGGTCACTCTGCACATTGCACTTCTTGAGATCCAAAACACCCTGAATGACACCCGTGACACCAGGATGTTGAATGTCCAAATCGACGCCACCGTTATTCGACCAGATAATGGTGTTCAGACACTGAATTTGGGGAGCAACGCCGCCGGCAGGAATCTAAATGCCGATCGGTGTCCAATTGAAGTTGCACTGGGTCATGTTCATCAGCACACCATCTGAAATACTGACACCAACACTGGGAATGGGGAACAGTTGAGCAAAGTTGAGAACGGTGTTGGTAATACGATTACAGGCGACCATGACACCCGGTCCGCTGAGGTCGACCACTTTGAGAACGGGAATGAAGGCCTGTGAGTTGTCAATACCGAACAAACGAGCAAGCAGCGGGAAATGGTTAACACCGTCAGGTGTATCGGCTTGCATGCGAATCAAAGTGTTGATGGGGTATGCTGTCAAGGTAAGAACCTGCAAATCAAAGATGTTGAGATTGGTGAAGGGCGCAAATGGATTTTTCACATTGGCATGCATGTCAATACCAATGTAAGAAGTACCCAAACACAATTGGTGGGTATGCAAAATGACACCACCAGCCGTGTAAACCAGTGCATTACCCGGGGCGGGCGCTTTATCCTCGGTCATGGCAATATTGATAGTATAGAGACCAACTTGATTACTTGCCGTACAGTCAATACAGGGCTTGTCAAAGTATTTGGTAGAATCGAAGCGAATGGTCGATGTCAGCTTCTGGATGCCGACCAAGAAGGTGCCGTTCTTCATGTGGAAGGGTTCTTCCAAGTATTCACCGGGATAAATAAGAATGACACATTCAGAACCATCGTCAGGTTTGCTATCAACGGCTTCCTTGACAGAGGTGTATTCGCCGGGACCAGCCACTCCTTTCTTGACAATCTTGGTCAAGGGGTAGGACAAACGAGCATCATTTCCTGCCACGACAGTTCCCGCAGTAGAACCAGTTATCACCCCAATTGTGCCTGTTGTCTTGTCGAAGGTGATTGGTGTGCTTGCGCTGATGCTGTTCCAGATGTCGCTTTGCTGTACTTCGGTTTGTAGACCATCGGACTAAACAGACTAAAGAGCCTTGATGTTACCCGTAGAAGCTGCGTGTTCACTCAGTTTGAGATAGTTGGAAAACGTGCCCGTTGTGTCGTCGTATTTGGCTTCGATACTTGGTGTGGCCGTCAAAGCAGTTTTGACCAGAGGCTTTGAGCCGTTGACGCTTGTTGCGTTCAGGGAAGGGAAATTGAACACTACACCTTCGCGATAAGTAATTGTGTATGGTTGCTGGCTGGTCATATTTTTTTAATGGATGATCTTTATGTCTTTGAAAAAAGGTATATTAGCGATTTTTGTTATGTCTAGTTCATTGTTTTGTCTCAAGTAACCTGTTTATTGAGTTCCGCGGCTTGTGACTTATATGCCCGCATGATGTGAAATAGTAATTACGTATTACGTCATATTTGTTATACTAATTGAGACGGTAAATGTGTTGGCCTTATCAAAAGTTCGCCGGAACATGGATGGTCTTTTATTGCGAGTTGCGAATAGTATTGTTGCTATGGTGTACCGATGAAATAAAATATTTTTTCGATGAAGTTATACACGATTACAATATATGATTCATTTCGAATTACGGACCAATAAGTAATAGCATCCATCTTTGAGTAGTAGTAAACATGGCGTGTCTTGTGATTGATCTGACAGCATATTACACTGTCCTGTTTGCAAATCGACAACCAATAATGCACCCGGTGAATATTTCAAATATGAATCCTTTTTGTTGACATAAAGTATTGTCATTTGATGGTTGTTGCCATTGTCATCTTTGGACAGACTATTTTTGCTCTCGCTGAACAGTTCTTCTAATAAACCATCAAAATTGCGATATTCGAGTTGTTTGCCAAATTCATGTGGTCGAAACCATGCCTTGTATTTTTTGCACCATGTTAATATTCTATCTAGTTTTGAATTGGATAGCATTTTTTTTGGCGAAGGTGGGATGGATGGTGATTTGACGATAATATATTTTTGAATGCTTTAAAGAAAAAAAAGATAGTGCTTTTTTTGCTGAAGCAGCAGACCACATCCAAACGAAACTACGAAAAAAAGACCAATGTCATTCGATTCTTTTGTTCAAAACAGTCCAGGTATTTATCTGCCATCAACACAATACGACGATGACTCGGATGTCGAACCAGATACTGAGCAATACCCAGAAATCGACGAATTTGCACCCGAAGATTTCAACATCCCCGTTCTGATGGACTTTAGCGATCGTGCCGACACAGTTGCCAGGTAGCACAATAGTGGCATCGAACTTAGGGATATTGTCAGGACAAAACTCGATGAACTCGGTCAGTATGAACAAGAATTGGGTCCCATGGGCAACAATGCATGTTCGGTAAGAACGGTTTTTGGCAAATTCCCCAAATTACGCACCTTGGGCAAAGGAGCACATGGTATTGCCGAAGAAGTCAAGATAAACGATAAACACAAGATGGCAGTCAAGGTGCAATACTTGTTGGATGACAGTGAACTCGACGAAGTAAATCAAGAATTGAGCATTATGGATGCAGTGACACTCGACAAATCACCCAACAAGGATTTGGTTGCTCTGTACTTTGGAACATGCACCGACCGCGATGGACAATACGATGGTAACAGTATGATATTTGAATTCATGGAACTTGCTGAAGGTTCGTTGGAGTCGTTGTTGGACAAGAGCAATTCTCAAAATTTGATGAAGAATCCTCGTCAGTTCATGTCCATTATGAAACAAGTCATGTTCACCATGTGTTGGCTCGTTTCTCGGTTTGACATTGTTCATAATGATTTGTATCCTCGCAATATCGTATATGTGCATACAAAGACGCCCAAGATGTATCGTTTGGATATCAATGACGAAACTTTGATTCTCAAGGTAGCAGCAGGCGAGATTTGTATCAAGATTATTGACTTTGGACATGCATCGTCGACTCAAAAGTTTGATTAGGTTAATGATCATTAGTACATTTAGGACTTGTATTTTAGCAACCCATCGAGCGCCGAAGATTTCTTTGTCAACAACGATTCTGCCATGCTCGGCAAACAAAATGTAATGAAGCATGTGTTGGCATATGATCTACCCTACTATTGCAGAGATTTGCTGAGCATGCTCGGTACGATGCGTTAGAAAAAGTGGCAGTCGGTGGAAGTCGAAAATTGGATCGAAAAGTGTTTCTCGTATATTCGTGATGATGTTGTTACAAAGGGCGAGTTTTCAATGTTTACTATGCCTCAGGGTTTGTATGAAGCTGTGTTGGAATTCTTTAGTGTCGACTTTTTGAGAAGTTGTGGATTGGATAGCATGATGTTGTAAGGTTGTTCGGTTCATGTAAGGTATTAATAAAATTTATTTGAAGCTTTGTTTGGTTTGCCAAAAAATTTTGGAAAGCAAGTTTGAAAGTTGCCGAGTCTCAAAAATATTTTTGGACCTTGCCACCCAAAAAAAGTTGGCTCCTCTCAAAATTTATTTTGTTTGTCCAACTCATGAATCATACATATATGCATCTTTTCAACCTTTTCTACATTGTTACATATGCTGATATTGTATTGAAAGTCTTGAACTTGCGTTAGGACAAACCACGTAGCATGTAAAGTACAGATATTTGTCGGCACAAGTTTATTGACAACCTAAACCATGCAATTCATTCCACATTCATCTTCCTTGTGCATTGTAGTATTATGTATATCTTGAAAGAAGTTGAAAAATGCGAGAAACTCGATGATTTTCGGTGTCAATATTGCGAAATTTGTAGCAACGGCAGCATCTATTGTCCCAAACATTGCGAACCGAATCTGTCCCCATTCCCACCCCAAAAAAAATATACAAGTTTCAAAGTATTCTGTACAAAGATTTCCATTGATCAGATTATAAAAGTGCATTGATTGAACATCCAACCCAACAACATCAAAACATGAACAAATTGTAGCAAACTCCCGTCATTCAACAATTGATGAACAGATACAAACTTACTAGTCCAGCTGCCATTGCTCGCTCTGTAACCATACGTCAAGTTGCCATAATTGCAGCAATCATTGGTATTATTGTACTAGTTTTGGCAGTTGCAGCAACTGTTGGAATTACCGTTGCAGTTGTTGACAAGAAGCAACGTGACAGACAGAATGCAAGTTTTATTCCTACACCTATTGCATCAAAGTAAACAAACAAAGTAAACGAAACATGTATTTTATTATTTGCTTCGCTGGTTGGCTATGGTCGACTTTGAAATACTTTCCCGACTAATTTCATTTAGCGCAAGCGTCATCCGACCATCAAGCCAACTTGGTCAATTCTTCAAAAGTAACCAGCTTTTCCTGTGGCCACGAATAATGAGTAAAACAATCTCCGCGACCCATCGTAATAAGAGTTTGAGGTTGCAATATATGTTTGGACATTACAAATCCCTTGAATTCCAGAACAGGCAAATTTGTTGTTAGCATTGCATTTCTGTCCAATTCCTTTGAACCATTGGTGTAAATCATGAGTGCATAACAATCTGGAGGGTTCTTGTTTTTCCAAACAGAAACGAGAATAGATGCATCCAACTTGATGGTTGTTTTGATGTCGACTGTAAACCCGTTGGGCAATCTCGCGTCAAATGTGTCATTACTGGCGCTGCGACACGTTGTATCAAAGATTTCAATGGGCAGACCGAATAGTTTGCAGAATGCATATTCTCCCAGAACACCCTGCAAATCAATATCTTCTCCGTTTCTGCCGCTGAAATTGGCATCCTTGACATTACCTGCCCTGTTCTTGCCTGTCCGTTGTTTGCTGACACGGATGCATGCTTCGACTTCTTCCTTGTTGAAACTAAAGGTTGTTCCTCTGGCAATTTGGGGAACATTTTTGAGTTGGTCCAAGGGACAATATGCACCCAATGGGTCAAAAGTTGTGGGGTCTGTTTTTGGGAGCAGGTCCAGTTGTGCCTAGGATGTTGAAGGTATCCAGTTGTGATAGGAGACAGAGTCCATGGTTGGTTACAAAAAATAAATTTTGTTTTGGGCGGAGTCCGAAAAATTTTTTCTAAACTTTTGAGTTGGTGGGTGTGGTCCAAAAAAATATTTTGCCAAGTTTTCTTGTTTGTTGACACTTGTGTTCAGTTGGTCCGGCCACAAACAAATTTTTTCAATCCAAAAACTTTTTTTTGCTCGTCCACTCTTCTACCCAAACAATCAACATCAACGACCAAAGAAAACCAAAAGATGTCAGTCACATTCGTAGCACCCCAAAACAAATCATACACTTCCACCACCCGTTGGTACAATGCCCAACTCATCAACTCTGTTCAAAAAGTATTCGAAGACGATTTTAGTGCAAGTTTGTCACTAATCAAAATCCCCGGACCACTCTTTGTTGCACCCGAAACCGGTCTCAATGACAATTTGAACGGCACCGAAAGAAGGGTAACCTTTGACATGCTCTGTGATGGTCAAAAATAGCAACTCGAAGTTGTTCAGTCATTGGCCAAATGGAAAAGATGGCAGCTGAAAGAATATCAAGTTCCCATCGGCAATGGCATCTTTGTCGACATGCGAGCCATTCGTCGTGATGATGATATGGACAATACTCACAGCATTTATGTCGACCAGTGGGATTGGGAAGCAACATTGGAAGCAAAGGACAGAAATGTAGATACGCTCAAGCTGTACGCCAGCAAGATTTACGAATCTGTCAAGAGAGTCATGGCGCTCAACAATCCTCCAAACTTTACATTTGACCATCCTCTGCACTTTGTTCATGCCAAAGACCTCTACAATCGTTGGCCAGAACTGACACCCCAGCAGAGAGAATACAATATTGTCAAGGAACATCGCGCAGTATTCATTATTGGCATCGGTGGTCCTCTCAACGAAAAAGGCGACATCCATGGTGGCAGAAGTAGCAGCTATGACAGTTGGATTTCACAAACAACCGACATGCCTGAAGGTTACCATGGTCTCAATGGAGATTTGGTCATTTGGTCCGATGTTTTGGAAGCACCCATCGAAGTATCGTCCATGGGCATTCGTGTCAATGCACAAGACTTGAAGAAACAAATGGCTCTCAAAGGCGACGAAACTGCATCCGAAAACACTCCCTACTTTTAGGCCATTCTCAACAATGAGTTGCCACTGTCGATTGGAGGTGGTATCGGAAAGAGCAGAATTACCATGTTGGCATTACGCAAAGCACACATTGCAGAAGTCTAGTGTTCTTATTGGACTCCAGAACACAGAGCCGAATGTGTCAAACATGGTATCGATATTCTTTGAACGCCAGCAAATACTCAAACATCAAAATTTGAACAATAAATAGCAGGTTTTTTATAATTACATCATATACATCAATCACTTCTTGGCTTTCTTGGCAGCAGGAGCAGCTTTGGTCTTGGTCTTGGCTTTGGTCTTCTTGGGTTCCTCTTCTGATGAATCATCGTCCGTTGCTTCGTCGTCATCTTCTTCTGCCATCTCCTTGCGCTTCTTGCCAACCGTCGTCACTGCGGATTTCTTGTTGGCTTCAGCAGTCAACTCCTAAAAGTTAATACTCTTTGGAGTGATGCTGTTGCTGTTGATCTGGTTGACAATGCTCAAAAGAAACTCATCGTTGGAATCAATCTCTCCCTTCTCATCGTCCTTCTTCTCGGCCTCCTTGTCAATTACATCGCGACGATGAATCTTTTCCTTTCTTTGCCAAATCTTTCCCTCAGAAAGGAACACGAGCCTGTGGTTGACAATGGTATGTCTCTGCACACCCTTGATGAGACTGACAAATGATTCTCTCTCCGCATCGGCAAGACTACCAGTACCAATCTTCTTGCGCAACTCAATGTCACTAAATTCGGGAGCGCCAACCATCTTGGCCGTAGCAAATTGATCAGCCAAAATGTTGGAAATTCTGATGACGACCGAATCACCATCTTCGCCAGGTTTGGTGTAAATGGTAATCTGTCCCTGCTTCTCGTACGCTGCCTTTCGCTGAGCCTTGGTATAGTTCTTCATGACCTTGTCGAACCATGCCATGTCCTTGAAAATGCAAACGGGAAGAATGCCCAGCGCGCGACGATGCTCGGTGCCATCTTCATTCCTGATTCTGATGACCACATTGAAAATGATGCCTGCCTTGGTCGTAGGTCTGCAGTATCCTTCAATAACCTTGGTCCAGTGGTCATTGGTGTGAGCAAACTGAGGATTCACCTTTTCGCCCTGCTCGGCAACCACTTCAAAGATGCATTCGAATTTTCCAGTCTCCTCATTCCTGACCTCGGTAACAAATTCCAAAGAAGCATTCAGTTTCTGCGCGACCCGAGTATGAACGCGATTTCTGGTGCTAACAACAGCAGGTGCTGGTGCAGGTACAGACATAACAACATCTCCATCGGCATCAACCTATTGTCGATTCTCTTGATTCTAACGGTCGAACTGGTTCGACTGCTGTTGCAACGACTTGGGCTACTCGGACACGACAGGCTATTCAACACTGGACACGGCGACGCTAGAGGCAGTAGTGGAAGGAGCAACAGAAGGAGCCTCTCCAGCAACCAGCTTGTTGCCCAACATCTAAAGATAATACACAACACCTCCCGAAGCAACGCCATACTCGTCCGAAATGAAAAAAACGTGATCCTCTGGGGTCCAATCATTGTCGTTAAACAACTTCTTGATCCTGTCGCGAACAAGGTAAAAAGCAATCGTGCCACCCGTGATAATGACAAAGAATGTGCCCTTCTTGACCTTTTTGCTGTTCAGCATCTTGCGCACAAAAGTTTCGAATTCCTTGATCATGATATCAATAACGGGTGCGCATGCCTCTTCCATCTCTTCGCGAGTGAGCGTAACGTCCATCTTCATGATTTCCTCCGTGAATGGTGGAATCGTGTTGTCGCCTTCGGTCCTACTATAGTAAAGTTTGGCCTGCTCTCCAATGACGAGCCAATCATGCTTCTTGACGAATTTGGCGAGCGTTGCCTTGTAGCCCTCATCTTCTTCGCCCTTTTTGGCTCCTTCAAGCGCTCTCTTGCCTTCACCTTCGGTCTTCCACATCTTGATGGCATTCTCCTTGAACCTTTCGCCAACGGCAGCAGAAATGGCTCTGCCAGCAGTCACGATACCCGTAGAGTCCAAAGGCTCGACTTCGGCGCAACCGTCGACATTGATGGCTGACATCAGAGCGGTTCCGTCGCCAATGTCGCATGTGATGAGGCTGCTCTTTTCCTAGGCATTGAGTTTGACAATCAGCTTTGAGTTCTAGTCCGAAGTCGCAAGAGACGAAACAACAGCACCATACTGTTCGGGAAGCGAAATAATCTTGGTTCTATCGACTCCAGCACGCTCCAAACTATCGATCAGCATATCAATGTATCCTCTGTCATAAGCCTTGATCTTGGGGTAGGTGATTGCGACGCCGAGATTCTTGTAACTTTCGGGAGTGATTCTATCGATTTGACGCAAGCCGCTATTGGTAATTCGTGCCATCAACTTGTCGCTAATAAAGTGAAATGGCAAAATAAACTACAGAGTAGGATGATTCACAGCGGACAGAATGATACTCTTCTTGCCGTGCTGATCGAAGCACACCTCGTAACCGAATTGCTCGCTGAGTTTACGGCATTCTTGGTAAAAATCGACACGCATTTGCTCCAACTCTGATCTGCGCGATTGAGTCTTGGGATCATTTTCGCTGATCAGAGTATCCAAAATATCCGATTGCATCTAGGTGAACGGATGCAACAGAATATTCTTAAAGTGCGTGGTGTAAAACTACATTTCGCGGGCCCGGTCCAGCTTCTTTGACCTCATTGCCGTCTTTTCTGGCTATCTCGAAAAGGGAGTTATTTGCAAGAATTTGTCAGGAACGTCGGCAACGGTAAATGGAATCTTTTCGGCCTCGTCCTTGAAGCGCTTGAACGAGTACGACTTTAGGCGCCCATAAATAGTACCATCTTCAAATGTATGCAAAGTTGCCCCTGGTTGTGGCTCTTCGAATAGTTGGAGGAATTCGGTCCAGCTGGGATTATTTTCGTCGGGTACGCAAAATTTGATCAACGCAGCGGTTTCTGCCATGTTGGCTTCGTAGAAACGGTCTTTCGTCGAAGGTTGTCTGACGCCTTTGACTGGAGTGATGCCGAGACTGTTGTTGGTCGATCCGGAAACGTCTTTGGATCTGATGACGTTGGCATTGGAGTTGCTGCCTAGGTCGATGCCGATAATGTTGAGATTTTTGAAGCGCGCGTCGTTGGCATTTTGGATGAGCGATGCGCGAAAATCAACAATGGTTGATGGGGTTGTTGGTGATGATGACATGATGTGTTGAGTGAGTGGATGGGATGGGATGGGTGGAGTGGATTGGAAAAATAAATAGTGTGCAGAGAAGGTGGAAGGGTGTGTGGACAGGAAAAAAAGCAAGGGGGCTGAGAGAAAAGAGTTTTTTGTTGTTGCTTTGTTTTGGGGCCCCAGAGACTCGGTTCAATTTTTTCGCTTGCTCAATTTTTTTTATTGTTGCTGCTTTCCATTTGTTCGCGTTCGTTGCTACAACGTCATTGATTCTATTGCGCCATGGATTTGAGTGTTGACAGTGCACGAGCAACCAAGCTTCTGAGATTTTCAATGTCTCCGTTATTGTCGTTACCTGTGTTGATGTCAGCGACAGTGACAATTGTTGGCTGATCTTGTTTGTCGTCAATATTGTTGTTTGTGTCAATTGTTGGTGACTATTGTTGCTGGTTTTTAAGTAGGGCAAGTTCATAGAGTTTGTTGGCGTTTTCTTTGGCGACACTGACCAAAAGTTCATCTGACACGGGTTCGTTGTTGTTGTTTTGCTGCATGTTTCAGAGAAGAAATAAAAAGATTGACGCTAGTTTTGCTTTTGTATGTATACAATCGAAATCTTGTATTTAGTTGGTTGATGATGCGTAACAAATGTAACCCTTTTCCTTGATGACATATTGTCTGATGATTCTTTGGAAAAAGTAGATTTCTGGGAATAAGATTGCCATTATAACAGGTCCGAGACGTTGTCCGGGAGCATTGCACTTGTAGGCCATGACAATTGCTGCTACAATGATGGCCAGATGGAATAGCCACATGATGTAGTTGGTGACAATGATGACAGTATCGGTGTTGTCGTTCATGTTTGTCTTGTGTTGTGTTGGGGGAATGCCTTTTTTCTTTTATCGTTTTCAAAAATTTATCAAGTGTTATGAACAAAAAAATGTCAACAACTTTTGGATTTTTCTTTTTGGTCGCCATAACAATTTTTGTATTGACTGTTGGACATTCCTTTGCACTTGAACAGATTCATCAGCGTAGCAAGAATCCAATGGTTGAACTTGTTCAACGGCAGCCACTTTAGACAAAAATATTTGCCAAACAAGCAACACTCAAGAACATTGAAAAGAGCAACTCGTCATTTGTTCGCATAGATAATCCTACCAACTGCGCCAGCATTTACGGAGCATTTTGTGGTCCAGCTTGGTCTAGGAATCTTTGGTGGAGCGGTTGTTACGGTTCCAATGTTTCGATAGACTATGCTGAACCATTGGCAGGTGTGCCCATAGACAAGGTTGATGGTTGCTGTTAGGTGCATGATGAATGTTGTATTCGTAACCGTACATCGTGTGGCAGTTGTGACCAGAATATTGTCAAGTGTTTGGAAACCAATTACTGTACTCAAGATACCTATTACGATTACTACTTTTGCAAGATGGCAAGACTCATGATGCTTACATTTTTTAGAAATAGGGGACAGACTTGTTGCTAACAACCAAAAACTTTTTTTGTTGGCAAGTGAACCTAATAAAAAAATTTTGAAGAACCCATTTATCAAAGATTACATTTTCTTGACTGTAAGAGCAAAAACAGTTTTTGGCAGTTTACTAACCCAACTAAACAAACAAATGGCATCTCTTCGTGGTCAAGAAATACCTCTATTCTAGCATCTCAACAGCGGCGCTCCCACCTTTGTTCACCATCGTACTTAGGACCCGGCTTTGCAAGAAAAAGAACAAGAATTCGAACATGATTCCAAAGATTGGCTCTGGCGTCGTTAGCAGAGTACATATGAAGCACAAAGAATGGCAGGACTTCAAATGGGTGCAGGTGTTGGTTTTGGATTGCTTCAAAGTGTGAACATGCGCCAACAAGCCGATCCTGTTGACAATTTGGATTAGGTCGTCGTGGGCATGGGACAAGGATAGGATGTAGTTATCGTTGACGAGTTGCCTCTTGTGATGGAAGAAGAACCATAGCAAATTACCGAACTGCCCGAAAACAGACAATAGTTGCCCATCATCAAGATTGCAGGTGCTGATGCTGAGGAAGAAGAGGATTTCAAGTCCAAAAAGAAGCGCAACATTATTACTTGGTCCGTAGTCATCTTTTCAGTTGTTGTTTGTGCCGTAGTTATTGTTGCTCTCTTGATCAAGATGAAGGGCGGTGTCGCAGGTTTGAGAAAACTTGTTGGTAGAAAACAGTTGCTTGCCGGTAATACTGAAGTTGGTAATCAATTGCCTACTGCCACGGTTATTGAAACAAGAGGAGATGACTTTGCGGGCTTCTTGAACCAATAGCAGCATATGTCCAACAATAGCGAGTTGGTTGCCCCTTAGATTGATGGAAGTGCTTCTTTGCCCCAACTTGCAAGACCCAAGAATTTCAGAAGGCGTACTTTGAGAGATATCATGGCCAATATGATTGAAGAGTAACATGGCAGCAACGCGGCTCAATAAAAAAAACAGCAGGCTTTCGCTTCAAACAAAATTTTTTCACCATTCCTGTTTCTGCTCCCAACAATCCAAAACCAACCCCAACCCCCTCCAAAAACAACAACCCTAACCATAACCAAACAACCAACATGTAGCCCAAAAAGTAGTCGGTCTCATCGTCAAAACAGTCGCACCAACACCAACACAAATACAAGACCGAACTATGCAAAAGCTGGAGCGAAACAGGCCAATGTCGCTACGGAACAAACTGCCAATTCGCTCACGTTCCTGTCGATCCACTGCCACACCAAAGCAGACCACCATGCTATCGGTCTCAACCATGTGCTCACTATCACGGAAACAATGGAGTTTGTCCATACGGCAACAGGTGCATGTTTGCTCACAATGAATGGAATGACAAGGGACGGCGGCTGTCCGTATTTATTGCATTGGGAATTGGACTTGAGATACGCAAATATGACGATTGGCACAAGAATTGGAATGAATTACTATGATATTTATTGTTACTCTATTGGTTCGTCGCCCCTATAACCTTTGATAGGTTCCTTTCTTTCAACGAGTCGTTTCAGTTTTGTCGCAAATTCCTGCTAAAATTTTTCTTCATTACCATTTTCATAATGAATCCGTTCATAATCCAAGTTTTTCTTCTGTTCTTCTGTTAAAACTAGACCATTTTGTTCCAAAGCGTGGATAATCTCCTATCTTGGTTCATATGATAGCTTTACATTGCTTATCAATAACAATTTGATCTTCTTAACATTGTCGTTTATCTTACTTTCGTAATTCGTAATGCCCTTAAACAACCCATCAACCCGATCATTTGCGGTCACTTTGCCACCAGTGCCGTAGTTAATATGTACAATTGTGTCTTGGTCCTAATCGATTTGCTTGGCAAAATCCCGTGCTCGTGCATCAGAATAAGATGTAATCCCCATATCCTCATATTTGGTATTGTCAAAATTGGGAAATACATGTTGAGTCATCATATGTGCCATATACTATCTCATACTGTTAGGCAGCCCTTCATTCCATATTAATGGCTATTTCATATTTGTAGTAACAGTATTCATAAGCTTTGCACGTTGTAACAAGTTTGATGTTCCTCCGATATCGTAAGCACGCTTAATGTTCTATATGTTACCACCGCCATAATACAAGGTCCCTGCTAATCCTGCCATTGCTCCACCGAGTAACATTAATGGAATATTTTTGACCCAGCCGTGTTTTGTTGGTGTATTACTCTTTTCAATGGTCATTTCTGCAATTTTGTTGAATCTTGTTGGATGTACTATGAATTTGGTCAAATAGTCCAGTGGTATGTTTACAATCGAATAAATGCAATTGTTCTTTTCGAAAAAGTTATTACCGACACTTGCATTCATCGTTTGAACAGCATTGGCCGGAATGTCAAATTGTGCCACGAAACAATGCTAATCGTCAAAATTGACAGATTTGTGGAATTCATTGACATACGGTCTAAATCTAAGTGGACTTGCATGCGTTGAGTTGAGATTGTCCAATATTTCGGGTGTAAGATTGTGCAAAGGCTTTACGGCACCTTGATTTACGAACCATTGCAGAATACTATCGAATGGGTCAACAATAAATTTTGAAGCTTGCTTGTCCCTGATGTATACAAGATTGTGAATGATGTCAAAATACATGGTAATTGGCTGATTTTTGATGGGTGTACCCAATGCAAACTTGTTATTGACAGGTTCGTTGCTAAGGCAAGTAGTTGTTGTCAGATTGGGTTGATATGTGCGTGTTTGAACCAGAGAATTCTCGATGGGAACTTGTTTGTCTCCAATTGTAATTGTCTGCAAAACTTTTTGATGGTTGAAATTGTTGGCATTGTTACTCAAATCGATTACATACACCAATTCTTCAGGTTCGGGTGTTGAATTGGCTACAACTTCTGAGAATAGAGTCACACCGACCTTTGCTAGCGTACGGTTTTTGAATGTACTTCTTGAGTTGAGGACTTTTTGCTTTAGAGTCTATGCTAACATGATTGGCAACTGTTTACACTTGACGTAAGGTAATTTGTATTTATCAAACTTTATTTGTAGTGGCGTGTTGAAGTTGGGTGCCCCGGTTTTTTTTCAAGACTGTGATTCGAAAAAACAAGAAAAAAAACAAAACATTACCTTTGCGCACACACAAAAAAACAACCCATGGCCTCCGTTTCCGAAGTTATCAACAATCCTGCTGTCCGTACACATGTATACATGATTCCACCTCAACTCTTCCTGGGTTTCCAAACCGTTTTGTACAGCGTTGCTCTTTACATCTTGGGCAGTTTGGTCATCAAGTACAGAAGATACTGCACTGACGCCAACTACAAGCAACAGGTTTTGGACCAGTTGGAACAGTTCCGCACACTCTTTGACCAGTATGTTACTTCTCAGGTCAGATATATTGCCATGGCTGAGAAGGAACTCGATGGTGATGAGGAGGAGGAGGACGAAGAAGAAGACTCGGAGGAAGATGGTGGTAATTTCGAACAAGAAGAGGTCGAAGATAATGCTGAAGAACAGGAAACAGAAGTAGAAGTTGAAGAAGTTGACGAATAATAAATATACGTAAAATTCTGTATTGTTGAAATGCTTTGACCAAGTCTTAAAAAATTGTCTGCAAAAATACTGGCAAGAAGTGGTCTGCAACTTTTTTCCAAAGTTTCTTGTGTCGCCAAAAAACCCTTAACCCGTGAACGAACATGACAACCGCTATCAACAACACTACTTTGCCCTACACTGGCAGAATCGAATTGATTTTGGGCAACATGTTTTCAGGCAAAAGTTCAGAACTCATTAGAAGAGTGCGTAAACACATGGTCGCAAAAAGAAACTGTCTGGTTATCAAATTTGGTGAAGACTTGCGCTACACGGACGAGACATTACTTTCAACCCACGACAAAGAAACAATTTCAGCACTTTCTGCACTTCGTCTTGGAGATATTCCTGTCAAAACCATCGAGCAAGCTGATGTTATTGCCATTGATGAAGGTCAGTTCTTTTCCGATGTATACGAAATGGCCGACAAGTTCGCAAACCAAGGCAAGATTGTAATCATCAGTGCACTAAATGGCGACTTCAAAAGAGTACCCTTTGATGCCGCTCAAGGATTTGGTGACATTGCTCGTCTCGTTGCAAGAGCAGAAAAAGTCAAGAAACTGAATGCAATCTGTGTTCGATGCAACAAAGATAATGGAGCCTTTACTGCCAAAATTGCAGGTAACAAGGATGCAACCAAGGAGATTGGAGGTGCCGACTTGTATGTTCCCTTGTGTCGCAAGTGTTACTTTACTACACCTCATGCCAATTCTGAGAATCTTTGATTCATTTCTTTGTGGACCAAGTAGTATCGGACCAAGTAAAAGTTGCCAAAAAATGTTTGTAAACCTGAACCTCTAAAAATTTGAGACCACCAAAAAATTTTTGGACTCCAACTTTTTTGAAACCTCTGACTTGCAAACAAAATTCGAAAACTCTAGACCTCCAAAAAATTTTGGACCACTTCAAAAAAAAATATTTGTTGCTCAGCACAACACAACACAGTACATGATACAAATAAACTTTTAGTTTTACTTGACAACTTATGAATTGTATTTAACGCTTCTTTCTAAACTGCTAAAGGTTGGCAGGCATGACAAAAGATGATAGGTCAGACACATTATCCCTCTTTTGAAGTGCAACCTTTGCAACAACAGGCAAACCACGTGAAACCACTTGCTATTGACGACGATTGTTCAATTGCTAAAACTATTCCTTTCTACTTGCTGCAATGGGAGTTTTGCTTGCAGACTTGGGATACTAGGCAGAAGGTATCTTTTGTTGTTGCGGTTGAGTTTGAGGAGCCTTATTCTTGTTACTACCACCCAAAAGACTGGTCATTTCTGCCTGTTCTTCCTACAGAGCATTGTCGTCAAACTCTTCATCTTCGCAATCGGACATGACAACTTCTTCATCGTCATCATCATCATCGTTGGCCTATTGTTCTTTTTGCTGTTGTGGCTGCTATTCTCCAACCTTTTGGAAAATGACAATATCCTTATTTTTACCACCACGTTTCTTTGCCAATGCCTAGACAATACTTGCATTTTGTGCAGTATCTTTGGACTTTTGCTTGCTTTTCTTTGAAAGTGCAGGAATACCAGCAAATGCATTATCGAAAAAGTCATCATCTTCCTCCTCATCCTTGGCAAACATGGAGTGCATCTTCCAGTAATTGCGATTGCCCAACACAAAAGGTGGCAAATCTAAGCGTGCCTTGTACCAGAAAACACTATCTTCAATCTTGTTCGACTTTGCAGCACGATTATCGATGACCATGCATTCGAAATTCTAGGTGCAAGCATCGAAAGCCTCAGAAAACTGGTCATAAGTTGGGAACATACCAAAAAAGTTTTTCCAGAGTTTCTCTCGGCTGCTACGAGAAGCATCACGAAGTGCAAACACGTAGTCAACATTATTACGAAGATCGGGACCCATGTCCATAATGTATTGAACTGCGTTGATGAAAAACAAGTTGTAGTGACGACCGTTCATGAACACATCACGAACTGCCTTGTGCTTGATCACTTTTTTATCGAACATGCAGTCGTCGAATACAATGAAGATGCGCTTGTCACGACGAGGTTCCTTCTTCTGCATCTTCTTTTGGAATTTGATAATCTTTTCTAGAACTTCTGGCTCGCATTGGTCATAGATACATGATTCGGGCATGAATTCTTTCAATGTGTCAATGGTATCCTGCGTAGGCGTCATAGCAACTCCTTGATCGTAGTATTTGCATAGCTGATACAGAATATCCTTCATCAAAATAGATTTACCTGTTCCTCGCTTACCAACAAGCAAAACAACAGAGTCAGGTTTCATGTTTTCGATTGGGAACTTGCGAATGCCTACATTGACAAAGTTGGGTTCTTGGCTGTTGAGCAAATTGTGGGACATGTGTGAAAGTAGACTAGAAAGAACGGGGACAGATATGAGATATGGTATATAAACAGTAATCGGGTATGAACTTGCTTTTTGACTCTCAAAGCGGAAGAAAAGGCATGCTCGAACGACGACAATCGGAGACACGAAACACACAAAGAATTAAATCAATAACTGACAATTATGCAACCTTTATAAAGTTTAATGAGCCTTTGCAGACTTCTTGATTTCCTCAGCAGTCTTGCCCTTGTTCTGGTTAAACTTGGTAATGGCCTTGGTTCCCTCAGAGACGGCGTGCTTGGAGAGTTCACCGGGCAGGATAAGACGAACAGCAGACTGAATCTCGCGGCTTGAAACGGTCTTGGTCTTGTTGGCATTAACAAGATGACCGGCTTCAGAGGCGATTCTGCCCTCAATGTCAATCATCATTGAGTTCAGGACAGACATGGCCTTGTTGCTGATGCCCTTGTCGTTGTGGACTTGCTTGAGAACCTTGTAAAGGTAGCTAGAGTAGGACTGATGACCCTTTCTGCGTCTGGCACCGGCCTTCTTGACACCTCCTTCGGTGGTCTTGGGCTTCTTGGCGGCGGTCTTCTTGGGCTTCTTAAGGGCCTTTGCTGTTCTTCCTGTCTTCTTTTTGGTCTTGGCACCATCAACAGCGACTTCGGGGAGTTCGGCAACGGCTTCGGGAGCGGCAACAACGGGCATTTCGGGGGCGATATCGGCCATGTTTAGAGTTGTTTTTTTTGAGGGTTTGTTGGGGGTTGTTAAAAAGTTGACTTGACTTGTCAGGCTCTACCTGTGAAAACTGAACTGTTTGATATTAGACTAAGAAAAAAGCGTTTCATTAAGGCAGTTGTCGAACTTGTTGGAAAATCGTAAAAAAAAATTTTCGGCAACCAGAACCAACTGTTGGAGGCTTTAAAAAGTTTTTTCAGGACACAAAAAAGTTGCAAATGTTGGTTCAATAATGTTATTTTGATCAATTTAATTTGACTTATTGTTTAGGAGCCTTGCCTGACTTGGAGGCCTTCTTCGCTGCTGCGGTCGTCTTTGAAGACTTCTTGGCACCCTTAGACTCCTTCTTGGTAGGAATATGCACGGGAAGAACACCACCGCCGGCAACATGACCACCGAGAAGCTTGCTGAGTTCTTCGTCGTTGCGGACGGCAAGTTGGATGTGACGGGGAGTAATACGGCCCTTCTTGTTGTCCTTGGCAGCATTGCCGGAAAGTTCGAGAACTTCAGCAGCGATGTATTCGAGGACTGCAGCCATGTAAATAGGAGCACCTGAACCAACACGTTCGGCAACGTGCTTTTCCTTGAGATGACGATGAACACGGCCAACGGGGAACTGGAGACCGGCGCGGAGAGACTTGCTAACGGGTGCAGACTTGGTCATTTTTTTGAAAGTTTTTTTGAGTTTTCCTGAAGGAGGTTGAAGGTGACTTTTGTTTGTTACTCTTAGCGAGGAAAAAAGTTAGTTGTTTTGAGGTTGGGCGACCATGGTTGGGATTCAAAAAAGTTTTTTGAGAAAAATATATCTTTGTTCATACGTTTAATGAGTTGTGGTTGGAGTGTCATGGATGCATGGCGGACCAATTTTTTTCTGGAATTTTTTTTTACGAGTCTTCAACTTCATTTTGTAATTCGCTTTCGAGTTGGTCCAAATTTGCGTCGACATCTTCTGTTGTTTCCTCCGTAAGTTGTTCGCCATAGGACAGGTCAGAATTTTGGTCACTTTGTTCAGTGTCGGATTCCTATTCCTAGACTTCTTCTGCTTCCGTTTCCGAAACTTCTTGCTCTTGTTGTTCGACAGCAGCCGGTTCGTTAGAACCCAATGGTTGGACTTGTCCAACGGCAGGAAGCTAAGGTTTTTGGTTAGTGTTCTGGTTCTGGTTGAGCAGATGAGCCATCCGTTTTCCTTTGGTTGTAACGGCAAGTTGTACATGGCGAACATCGTCTTGTTGCTTTTGTTGTTGGACGTGGCCAACGATTTGGTTCGAATGAACCGGCTGCTCTTCTTCGTCGGGCTACTACTTTTGTTGTTGTTCCAATTTGTCAAAGTAGGCAGGATCATGGAGGTTGGGTTGAGAATAGATTGCAGGTAAGGGTGCACGAGACAGGTCTACCTTTTTGTTGGCGTTGTTGGCATTGGTTGGTGATGGGACAATAACTGGTTGTGGAGTTGCTGCATGTTGGTTGTTGTTTGAATGGACCGGTTGCTGTTGGACGTTACCAACGATTTGGTTCTAAAGAACCGGCTGCTGTCGAACATGGTCGGCTATTTGGTTCTAAAGAACCGGCTATTGTTGGCGATATTGTTGGTGTTCCATGTAACGCCGAGCAGCCACCTGAGAAGCTGAATCATCTGGATCGACGTCTTCTTGTTCGTAATCGTCAGCTTCTTCTTCTTCATCTTCTACCGGCACATGTTCGTTGGTGTTGTTGTCATCATATTCATCGTAACCTACTTGCTCATCCATGTGACTTTTGGCTTTTTTGCTTGCTGCTCCAACTTCAACAGGCTACAAGGACTGAGCAGACAGTGAACGCAAAAAGGATTGACGAATCGATGCCATCACGACGGGTGCCCTATGTTCAAATGAAGTCTTGCGCAAAAAGTCGAGCATGTAAATGTATGGATCGCTGACCAAGGCACACAAGAATTCAAATAAAAACTTGTCAAATTTGGGAACATGAACACTAACTTGCATCTATCGGCGTCCGTACATGGATTTGAGCAAAAGTTTGATGAACAGACGATATGAAGCACGCAATATGTCGTCAATGTTGTTACAATAGCGCTCCCTGACACTTGTTGCTTCGTGTTCCTGTAAAACACTGTTCCAACTTGGTATCATCTGAAGTGCATGCTGCATCTTTTGTTGCGAAAGTTCGAAAATGCGTGCAGAGTTGGCATAGGGATTCTGGTCTGTTACGGTTATGGTTATGTTGCGCCAAATTTCGAGTAACAGGTCAAAAGCATAGCGATCCAGAATGGTCAATAGTTGTTGAGGTACTTCTTTGCTGAAGAGACCCGTGTAGAGTGTTTGTTCCATGTATATATTTTTCTGGTTGATTGTTTTGGTGACTCGAAAAAAAAAGATATCGTATTTGCAGGCAACTTTCCTTTGTTTTTATTATTTGCTCAAATTTTTTATCGTTCATTTACTGATTGGCTGCTAGCTTTTACAAATTCTAAGACTTCTTGTTCAGAATAAAAATCGGCGTCACATATGCAAGTGCACTGACAATCAATGCAATAATACCTGCTCTGAACAGATCGGGTTCTCTGCGATAGATGGGGTTCATACCTCTCTTGTGTACAAATGGAGGATTCAACAGTAACAGACAAATCAATACAATGATGCCGACAACGAGTGCGAGAATCGATGGATAGGCAGTAATGGTACTTTTGGCCTTGAGAACACCACTGACAATCTTGACAGAAGTGGGAACCGAAGGAGGTGTAGTTGGAGCAACAGAAGAATTTGGAGTTGCCGTTGTTGTTGTCGCTACCATGGGCATCTAAGCGTCAACTATTGGAGTTGCGGATTCCATGACACCCAACTATGGCTGTTGCATGCTTTGCATGATAAACTACTTTCTCAGAGATGGTGAACTTTGTTGGGGTAACATGCCACCCATGCCTACCAAGGAAGGCGTTGCGGATTCGACTGTACGGGTGTTTCCTCCTAGAGCATTCTCCCATGCGATTGTGTTTTGGTTTTCCATTTTTTTCGATTGCTACTTGAATTGATTGTTGGTGGTCTTTTAGCATTTTGACAACAAAATAAATATCGATGGTTTCAAGTTTTGCTGGTTTGTCTCGAACGCAACATGAACTAGTTTGGCTCGTTTCTCAAAATTTATTTTTTTGGTCCTGCTCTTTTATTTTGGCAACCATCAAACTTTTTTTGTTCTCCCATTGACCAACACCAACAAACAAACAAATGCCTGCCAAAAAATCATAGACTTCCACTACCGGTGCCAAGGATCGTGAACCAAAAGCACCTCGCAAACAAAGCACTACTTCGGGAAGATCCAAAAAGCAAGGCGGAACGAGCAACAAGAGACAGCAAAACAGCAAGTTATTTGTTCCATTCGACGAAAAGACTGAACACATCAAGAATTTGGCAACCGACAATGACCAGATGAGATTTGTTGCTCACTGCGCCAAGTTCATCATTGACGATTGGAGCAAGTGTATGGAGGAACAGGAAACATCCTATCAGGACCAATTTTCAGTTGATCTCATTCCGAATCATGTTCATAAGGCAGCTTGTTAGATTTGTGGTAATGGTGCATAGGCATTGTATCATCCTCGCGTTGAAGGTGTTTATGTGTGCAATGATTGTAACAAGTAAACTTCTGAGTTGGTGTATACAATTGCCAAATATCAAATTTACATTTATTGGTCATCTTGATCCTATGTGTCATCATCGTCTTCATCTTCATTATTGAGAGCACTCTTGTTTTCAGTAATAATCTTGAGAACTGCAAATTCGCCTGCCGTAAATCCAAACTTGGGGAAGAAGGTGTTTTCGTTGGTATCCTTGAAACGGCGCATCAATCTGAACAATAGACGCTTGTCCTTGATTCTGAGATTGGCAACTATTTTGCAGAGGTCGACGTATTTGCGATAGGTTGCCGAGGGACCACAGTCGACTGTGAATTGCTGATGTTGAGCAGGCATGTATTCGTAAATACCCGTTGTTGGTCGGTTGGACATGAAAATACAAGTAAAGTTAATTCCTCAAATAAATCCCTAAAGGTATCTTTATATAAATCTATGGACAAAATTCTGAACATTATACTTTTTTTTGTTTACTTGCCACAATGCATACAACAAACTACCAGCAGGTTTTCAGTTCATCAAAATGCGAAAACCATTTTTGTAGTTGATACATATGGCTCCTGTTTCTATTGTTTTACCGACCAACTTATTGCCAACAAGTTTATGTTCGTTGTTGACCAGAGTATCAAGTAACTGTTTTCCCAATTCACGATGTTCGGCAGAAAAACGAGCAATTGTAACATGGAGATGACATTCATTGGGTTTGATTTGCTTGTTCTTGGTATTGTTTACTAGATGCCAAAACATTTCGACCAGTTCGGGACAGTCAATGTCCAACTTGACAATGTAGCAATTTGGATTATCAAAAGCACCAACACCTGTAATTTTGGCATCAGGTAAAGGATTCTTGTTAAACTTTTTGATAAAACCGGCCAAGTATTGTTGATCCAATGTGTTGACATCTATATCGGCAGGATTTTCGACTTCGATGCCAAAGCAAAGCGTCATATGGGGCCAAGTTTCTTCCCATGCAACCTTTTTGGCTTCTGGTGACATGAATGCTTCACGTAACTAAAGGATTAACTTTGCCGAACATGCTGTAAGACGAGCAGTGATCCAAGTAGTTGTTGTTGATTTGCTTGTAGATTGTTGAGACATGTAGAGAGGGGTCGACACTGTTGTTTTTTTTGCTTGTTTTTATCATTGTTCGTATTTACAGAGGTATATTTGAAACTTTGAACCATGTTGATCGAAATTGGTAACATCATTATTAGATTCATGAGGATAGCCCAACTAATTTGAAGCAACCAAAATGCCGTTAATTTCTTGTCTGCTGGAATAATGAGTATGTCCAAAGAGCCAAACTTTTACAATTGTTGATTTAAATACATTACTTTTGGACAAGTCAGTTGCAAATGCATGGTTATAAGAACGATTTGAAGAATTCTCAAAAGAAGGATGGCTCGTTCCTCGATTCAAAGGTGCATGGTGCGTAAGAATGACAACTTGTTGACCAGCCTATTCTGCCTTGTTCACTTCTTGTTCAATAAAGTCCAACTATTCTTGATGCCACTTGTTAGTATCTTGAACTGTAATGCATTCCAGTGGTCGGCCACCCTTCTTGATTTTGATTCTCTTATAGTCACTGATACCATTCGTGCATGCAATGGATGATGACAACGGTATGTAGGACCAAAGTGTTGCACCAATGAATCGTATAGAACCCTTGTATACATGAGATTCACTATTCAAATAATGAACATTGGGAAATGAGTTGCAAACTTTTTTGATAAGTCGCTTGGTCGAAAAATATTCTGAATCATAAAATTCGTGATTGCCTGCCACAAAATAAATATGTTCAAATTTTTCTGAGACTTGCTCCAAAAATTTTTTGAAACTTGGTTCACTTGGTTTTCCAATGTCACCACACAAACACAAAATATTTGCATCCTATGGCACCAACTTGTTGATGTCGATTCCTCGGTCACCAAGTAGTTCAATGTGTAGGTCAGACAAGTAAGCAACAGTTACTACAGCCGATTCCTTGGAATCAGCTACCGCACGATCTGCCGATCCTAATGGTCGAACAAGTTCGATTGCAGTATCCATGATTGTAAGTAATAGTTGGTATTTACTTTTGTTACATCAATTATATGTTAGAAGCGTGACAACTGGACAGTACAAGCAAACTTGATGTCACATTTCATCGACGATGTCAAGTTCCAACCGAAAAGGAACTCGACCTGCCTGTGTCAAATGGTTGGACGTGTCCAATGGCAGCCCTCCAAAACAAACAATTTTCCTCTCAGCCTGACCCCTTCCTCTGTCGCCCAACACAACACAACCATCATGTCATCAGCACAACAGCAATCACACCAACCCAGCAGAAAGCGCAGTCTCGAATCATCATCATCATCAGACACTGCCGTTGCACTTGTAGCAACCTCACCAGCCCCAACAGCCAAGGCACCCAAACTCGATATCGGTGCCTATCTCAAAGAAAACGCATACAAGGGCATCACACCCACATTTGCCCTTTTCGTTGCCAAAGAGCGTTATCGTAAATCGTTGGTGGCAAGCAACAATGGCGCCGATTATTCGAACTTGCCCATGCACATAATTCTGTACATATTGGAATTCCACGAGTTAGAAATTTACGAAATTAGCGACAAAACCAAGCATCGCTTTATTGGTCGTCATCGCAACGATCATACCCGACACATGGTTCTGGTATTTACGAATATTGTGTTCATCGGCATGCCTCCATTTATCGTGAATGATATGGATGATGACGACGAATCGGACCCGTTGCTCACAATGTCATTTTCCGATCCTGCTTTTAAAAATCCTTGGTGGTTGCACTTTATATTCTAGAATGCTCGTCACATGAAATTCGAGAATCTCTATGAATTCGGATAGTGGCAGGACTACTGGACGCATTTTTAGTACAAGTTTTAGCAACTTAGAAGTTTGTCACTGCACTGTAACGTTCGTGCATCATACCCGAAAGTCGGACCATAGAATGCTGCTTAGATCTTGCATAATGCATACACAACATTCGGTAGCAAGTTACGCGACGTTGCCATCAAAACCATCGGAACCGTTGATCAATAGGTAGTTTAGCCCTTTAGATCTCTACACAGCTGTTCAGAATCAGTGTATCGTAGGCTAACTGCTGATTGCCAAAAGACCGTACGTCATTTAGTCGTCTAGAAAAATTTTGACTTGCCTGCACCTTTGGACCACATCACATAGCTGTCCATCGAGTGCGCATCACCCAGTGACAATACCTCTGCAGAAAATTATGCCAAAGTTTTGCAATCAATGACGGGTTTGAAGCGCTTGGTTGCAGATAGATTTGGCAATCGTATTTGGGTCAAGAGCATGCTTGAAAATGTTTCGAGCAAGATCGAGCATCTCGACGTTTTTATTCGTGACTATCCGCATTACGAAGAATACTTTGATATCTTGAGACGATTTGGCAGCCTTAGGTCAATCACGCTGAGAATATATTACAATAGCTATACTTCTAGCATTGTAAAGGCAGTGAATGCATATGTTTAGTGGCTGATCGAGCACAATGTTAGAGTATGCTTCATAGCATAGGATCAATCGGGACGCGGTTATGAAGATAACTTGGTCAAAATCTTGAGGCAACTCAACGATGTTGGTTTGTTGACCGAGTTTCGTAGTTGTCAATATTGGTCGCGCGAAATGCTGGAAGAGGCAGGTTTTGGATTGCCTACTTGTAACGTTGTTTCGGCAAGTGTGCTTCAAAAAGCAAAAGATTGGGTGATTGATGATTTGATTCCATTGCTCAAGTGTCCCAAGATTCGAGACATATCGATCAGGGCAGAAGTAGAAATGATCACATATTTTATGGACATGTTGTGGAGAACGACGCTTTGTAGCGATTTCCCGCACGTTAATTTTAGCGTAACTCGTCATTACGTGACTTGATGTATAAATGAACTTGCTTCGATAAATGTTTATTGTTTGTATTATTATCCAACAATCTGTGAAACCGGTGGAATATACCAGTTTTCGCCACTTTGCTCGGCTATTGTTTGTTCAAGGGGAACAGTGTTGAATTGTTGTGGCTGTTGGACGTGACCAAGGATCTGCGGCTGTTGAATGGGGTCAAATACGGGTGACATGCTTCTGCCAGTTACAATGGGTTCAGGGTATGATGGAGACGATGCAGTGGTAGCGGGTAACATCATTTCCATTGTTGGTGACTGGTTGTTAGGGTTGGAATTGGGGTTGGCATTAACGGTTGGAACCGTTTTGGTCTTGTGATGTTTCTTGTGTTTGTTGCTGTGTTTTATGTTTGAAGTGGCCGCCGTAAGCAACTTTTGAATCTGTTCCTCTTCTTCTGCCTGCTTCTTCTTTGATTTGCTCTTGATTGCCAAGACAATGCAAACAATGACAACGATGCCAATGACCAACAAAAGCAAAGTAGATGCAATAGCAATGACTCGGGTTTCCTTATTGGAGAAGAAACTACTAGCACCAATGGCCGAAGTGTAGGGAACTGCCTACATTAGTTGCTACAAATCAGCAGTGTTGGCTTTGGTCAAGACATTTTGGGCAATCTGTTGTGCAACGGTTTGGTCCAAATTGACATCCTAGGGTCTCAAAAGGTTTGCCTGCTAAACGAATGACGGCGATGACGAAGAAGAAACAAGAGAAGGGTTCAAACGAGTACGAAATGCACCCAGACGAGCGTCGATTCTGTTTGAAAGGCTTTGTCCACCAACCGACAGTGTAGATAGTGGCTGTATCTTTGGACGGAGAATGTCAATCGAAGGTAGAGCAGCAATAGTTGGGGGAGTGGTAACGGCACTAAAGGACAGAGTTGGCGAAATTTCGGTCATGCTCATTATTTTTTTTGGTGTGTGCGTTGCGACCGGGTCGGTTGTTTTACTAGTTTGTTTATAAAGTTTCGAAGGATCATTTTTTTTTGAAACGTTCATTGAGGTAACTGCTAACTTGCATAAATTTTGTTCCAACACAAAGTAATGGATTCTTCGCTCTCATTATAAAGAATATATATTTTGGTCATTCATCCATCCTCGCTTCGTACTCGCATCCACCAACAGAATCGAACAACCCACACCAAATCATAGAAACAAATGGAACAAGTAGCAACTCAACCAACCATCGTCCCCTTACCCTTAGTTGCAGTCGAATCTGTCGTCCCCTTATCCCAAGCATTGCAACCACCAACTACAACTACAACTACAACGCTATCGGATGCCGAAGCCATGCCACCTCCGCCTGCCAAAAAGGGTCGCGCCGCAAAGGGAACAGCGGGTACTAAAAAGACTCCGGCTCGCAAAACTGCTGCTGCCACCAAAGAAAAAAAGACGCCCAAGAGCAAGGCTGGAGCAGCTTCCAGTTCTGCCCAAGACAAAGCTGCTTCAGCAGAAATAGATGATACCTCCAAAAAGCCTCAATCGCTCGCTGAAATGATTGAATACGAAAGGAGGTAGTGCAAGGAACGAGTAAACTCAAAAATCTAGGAACTCGAAACCACCATTGTCAACTATCAACAGGAATTGGACAACATACCTTCATCTGCTCGACACCTCTATCACAGACGTAGAATGTTGTAGGACAAACTTGTGACATTGCGCGCCGAACTGGAAGAGTTGCACAGTGGTAACCTGTTGGCCGAACAGGAGAAGAAGTTGGCGCCCTTTGTACATGTGTATGAAACCATGGCAATGATGGCTCCTCCTGCACCTGCACCTGTAACGGACAATTCGTTATCAGCTACTGCACGATCTACCGATGCAAATGGTTGGACGCGTCCAACTGCAACAACCGTACAACAGCAGCAACACCAAAAAGACAACAACGACTCCGAAAACTTTGACGAAGCGCAACAGAACCAACAGCAATCGAGCGACACTTCCATCGACGAAACAGATCTCATTTGCGAAATAGCAGCAGAATTCGAGGATGAACCCCCATTGTTGGAAGTCATTCCCGAAGACGTATGCAAAGCCTGTAACATTCCCATGATTCTGTCAGCGAATGGATCGTTGCTCAAGTGCACCAATTGTGGTCGCAGTGATCCTTACATTGATGCAACTTCATCTACCATGTCCTACGGTGAAGATATGGAATTTGCTGCATTTACCTACAAGCGCATCAATCACTTTCAACAGTGGATGAGCAATATTTAGGGCAAGGAAAATACACCCATACCCGACAATATTTGCTACCAAGTTTGCGACTATCTGATGAAAAACATGGGCAAACTGGATGTACTGGCCATTACCAAGGATGATGTTCGAGAAGCCATGCGTAAACTCAAACTGCGCAACTACTACGATCACTGTATCCAAATACTGTGGAAGATAACGGGTATTCCTCCATTGAGAATGACTCCCGACCAAGAGGAGATGTGTAAGGTGATGTTTATGGCCATCTAGGGTCCGTTCCTCAAGGCACGTGACAAACTCGATCCCAAGAGAAAGAATTTCCTGTCCTACTCCTATTGTTTGTACAAGTTTTGTCAGCTTTAGAGATGGTATGAATTTTTGCCCAACTTTTCGCTGCTCAAGGGTCAGAGGAAACTGGAGAATTTGGATCGTTTATTCAAGGACATTTGTGAACAACTCGATTGGGATTTCATTCCCAGTATCATTTCCAATTCCCAATTGTCTACAGGTGGCGGAGGCAAGAAAACTTCTCGTAATACTTCTAATGCTACACGTGCTGGTACTGGCACTACTACTTCGACTCGTGGTAAGAGAACGAGAAAGCAGGCCAATAGTGGTTCAGCTTCACCGGAGCCTGCTTCTGCTGCTTCTGTTGCATCATCCTTTGCATCAACGAGTAGCGATGAAGATGAAAACGACTGTGAACCGCCTAGCAAGAGAATTTGTTTGGATACAGAAATTGAGTTGTTGTAATCTTTTGGAGCACAATAAAACAAAACAAGCAATAAACTTGCTGCGCTGGTTGACTTTAGCCAACTCTCTTTTAGTTGTTATTTGAATATGTTACCCGAGTGTCATCGACATTGGTGTTGTTGGAACCGCTCTATTTCCAATAAATAGGTCCATAACTCACGAATATTTCATCGCCCGGATTGATGGTTTTGGTAGCCTTGACCCAAACGCATGGCTAGTTGCAACCCTTCCATGACAGACTGTATTTGGCATTATGTTTGAATGTCGACCTGTATGCATCGTTGGCATAACGGGCCAGAGAAGATTTTGATGGATCGCCGGCATCTATGCAGTGGCCCTTTTTGTATTCGAAGCAATATGCATGTTCATAGAGATGATGTTTTTCGGTTTCTGGATTTTGGGGATCGTATGTTTTGAATTCACCAATGTATTCCACGATTCTGTCGCCGGGCAAATATTTTTTGTTGGCAAATAAGCCCATACCTGCACCTTGGATCAGCGACTGCTTTACTATCAAATCGGTTTGCTGTTGTTGCTATTGGTTCGTTGACATTTTTTATAACAATTACAATTGAAGTCTTTGCTTTTATAAATTGTTCATATACTTTTTCTGCGGTTATTGTTGTACAAGATACCAAAACCCAACAACCTCATTCGTCAATATCATCTCCATCATCGTCATTATCATCCATCACTGCTGCATCATCGCTCTTCTTAAAGTCTCCAAAATCATCCGTAACAACTGTTGGTGCAATGAGAAACTGTGCAAAAGACTGTTCGTTACTCTATGCATAGTGAACAACAATGGGATAAGCAGTATAATTGTCATAACTCCTGTCAATAAAAATGCGCAATTCAATCTGGTCTCTGCTTAGCTTGCCAATAAATTGATTGAGATACGAGACAGAAAATGCGCCACTGTGAATCTCAACACATTCGCCATCGAGTGCAGCACGATCCTGCTCATCAACATCGGCCATACCACCATCCTAAGGTGACACAATCTTGAAACGAGTAATCTTGGACGATCCCGCTCCAGTTGAACCCAAAGGATCTTCCGCAATCTTGTCCTTGTAGCAAGGGAAAACTTGTTCAACATTGGCTCCATCTGCATCAATCTTGAGTTTAAGGCGTGCACATGTGGGATAATTCGACATTGACGCAGGCACAATCGTTTGCAACAAAATATTGTTGGCTTCAAGCTTTGTTGCAGTGTTGAGCATTTCTTTGAGTTTCTGAGTGCGAATAACGAAAAAGTAATTATTGGGAGTGTTACGGTAATTGTTAGCACTCAACTCGGATTCGATGGTTTTGATGGCGCTTGCAAATTTGGTGCCAGAGTTGGTGTGGTCAATAATTTGCATGCTAATTTCGCTGCCATTGATTTGTCTTCTCAGTTTGAGCGAGCAGCCTTCGGGAATTGTGTTTAGAATGATCTTGAAAGTCTTGACGTTCACGCAAAAGAATGGATTGCTGCTGGTATCTACATTGGGACCACGCTGCACTTCACAGGGAAATTGAAGAATTACTGCACAGACACCATTGCTGGACATGCATTCTGCTCTTAGACCTTCGAATTCATCGTCCTTGACAACTTCAAAGGTGATTTGGGGTACAGTGTTGCTGGCGATTTCTACCTGTTGGAGGAAAAGATTGTGGTTACGAATAACGAGAACAAAATCATCCTTACTGGTAATGTCCTTGTCGTTGGAGAGGACTGAGGAACGAACGGTGGTAGATGTGAGCGTACGGAAACGCTTGGCTTTTGGATCGGCAGCTGCTTCGGCTTCTCTGTCGGTGCGCTTGCGGGTGTGTGCACTGCCAGCACGTTCGACACAATCGGCTTGGCCTACGCGTTGAGGGCCTAGATTGACGCGTGCATTGCCGAGGTCGAGAATTTCCTGTTGTTGGGTGGGTTGGGTGGTAGTGTTGGTGTTGGCTGAAGCGGCAGTAGTTTCTTCAAAGTCCATGGGGATGTTGATTGATTCTTCTTGTTGGTTGGTTGCGGTCATGGTATCTGTGTTTGTGTTGTGTGTGGGGTGCTGATTATTGGTTGTGGTATTGGGTAGAAGAGGGGATGCAGATTGAGGGTTGTTTTTTTTGTGATGCCAGTCAGACAGGCAGACAGAGTGAATAAAAAAAATTGTTGCCGTTCGTGTATTATTTTTTTTATAGTTACATGTGTTCAGGTTACTCACTTTGCACCCGCAGCCTTTTGCATTGCCAAAACATTATTCAACTTTCTGGCAAGGCGTGCAGGATCGTTGATTTCACCGGTCGCATAGGCCTGCTCGATAATGTACTGAATGGCAGGATCGTTGATGCCGAGCATGTTCAAAGCAGCACTCATACCTTGATTTTTGATGACACCATGGATTTGACGCTATTGCTTCTCGGTCAATTTGTTGTCATCGACGATTTTGCTCATGACATTGGTTCTTCTGAGTGACTTTTCATTGATACGGGCATGGAGAAGCTGCTTCTTTTGTTCGATCAATTCGGCCTTGTCCTTTTCGGCTACCGCTGGAGCAGGTTTACCTTCCCATCTTTGCTCGACTGAATTCTTGGCGGCTGCAGCGGCTTGTTCGGCCAACTTTCTCTTTTGCTTCTTTTTGAGGGGCTTGGCTGGAGTAGCGGTAGTAGCGGTAGCAGTGGGAATACCGATGGAATGCAGATGATTTTCCTCTTCTTGAGCATCAAAAGTGATTGTGGGTATGTTGTCTTCTTCTTGGTGTTGTTCAGCGATGGTTGTCATGTTTGCTTGTTTGTTTGTCGAAAAGTGATGCTTGGTAAAAAAACAAATGCCCAATAAAAATTGTTCGAACCGGTAAAAGACCAAAAAAGGTTGGATACGTTTTGCTTTGTAGCAATTTATTTTTTTTAGATTTTTCTGACATTGTTCAACAATTCGACCACTTTCGTATGGCTGTTCAACAAGGCACCAAACTTTGCATCTTCGAACCATTCGTCAATCTTGGCCGTTACTGACCATTTTGTCAACAATAATCTCAAGATTTCTGTCCATCCATTTCTAGCAGCAAACTTGATGGCCGCAAACTTTTGTGCAGTAACATTTACTTTTTCGTGATTGAACAACATATGAAAGATGGCAAGATATCCCTGTGAACATACCGTAATGATGCACTCATTGTCATTGACACTTGGATCGACACGTTCATCTTGCAACAGGATACGAACCAATTCTGGTCTGTTGAAAGTACATGCATTACGCAAAAGTATTTGGCCATGGATACTTGGGTCGACTCTATTGTCACGCAACAATAGTTTGACTTTGGACATGTTGTTCATAAAGCATGCTCTTCTAAGCAACTACTAATCATTCAAACTTGGGTTCAAATAATGTCGACTGACATTGTACCATGTTTGGTTCAGATGGTAAATACCAGAACAATAAATATCATGTTTGTCCAAGAAGGAAAGTATTATGTCAATTATATTTTCGTCAATGGCAAAGGCTTCATAATATATCATCTACTGCATTTTCTGTGTTTGTTCGCATTCGATTGAGTCTTTTCTTTGGTCATATTTACAATTGTCTTTCGACCAACAACTTGTTTCGCTAATTGTTTCTTGACCAACAAATTACGACTGGTCTTGGTCTGCATCTTCCACCAATTCGGTAACGTCATCTGCAGTTGGATCTAAAGATCCTGCGGTGCTATCGAACAAGTGGTCATCGAAATCGCTTTCATCACTACTATTATCATCGAATTCTTCAAAATCATCCTCATCATCCTCCATCTGTGCATAAAACATGTCGTCGCTCTCCTTCCTCTGATGAATATAACCCAAGAGCATAGCATCAAATTTGTTATTCTCGTTGCATCGAAGCGCCCATCTGGTGTTGGTATGATGGAAAAAGTCTAAAATTTCTTCCAAGCAATCCATTTCGTTTTGATCATACATGTCCACAAAGTCATCATCTGGATTCAAAAAGACTGTCAAACTGAATCTATGTGTATCAAACTTGCTATTAATGAACAGCAACTCCAACTTGGGCAACAGTGCACTTAGTTTGTTGAGAGTTTCAAGATTGGGCTCATCTATGCACACGGACCACTCCAAATTGACCTTGAATTTTTTCAAATCACTGTATAACGTTTCTGAATTTTGCTTATCGAGGCAATGATTCATGAATTCTTCAAAGTCACTCTGTTTGGCATTGGGCGACACGGTAAGAAAACGCAACGATTTCGGGAGCCGGCCTCTTTTTTGGATTACATCATTCAATACATCTACTTCTCGACACGATAGTTCTTTTAGGTGGTTAGATTTTTCAAGTACAACCTAGAGAATCTACTTCAAATACTGTCTGCCCCAAATCTGTTCGTTGCCAAAATCCAAGGACTGCAACTTTGGAAACTCCAATGCTGTCATTTGAGCCGAATACTTTTCCAGTTCTTGTTTTTCGCTGTCAACGAGTATGTATTCTTCAAACATTTCCGTTACAAGTCTCAAATCTCGCAAGTTTTCTTGAATGTACGGCAGTATGAAGTATGTAGTCAGATGGTCAAGGTCGATAAATTCTGCAACAATGGTGCGCTTCAAAAATTCCTGGGCAACTATGCCGGTTCGTATGCTTTTTACAATATCGTCCCTATGTTCAGAGTCCGTAAATTCCAAACCACTGCATGCAAATTTTACATGTATCTTGGACAATAGGGCACGACCGTTGTCATCTTTTATGAGCCATGATAGTTGTTTGTCTAGGTTCAAAGGAAAGTGCAGTAACCAATCTTCGAAATCGTTGCAAATTACAAAGGTAATACTTTCGAGCATGGGAGATTGAATAAAATTTCTTTGATGCTCTACCACCGAATGCCATGAAGTGTGCATGGAGTCTTCAAAATTGTCAAAGATTACTGTAACGTTGAACTTTAGTCGTGCATGCTGGTGTTGTGACACAATGACTGGACCTTCTTTGAAATGTTTGCCACTTACTTGACATGCAACATGCATAGGATATTTCCAATATTTGTCGATGATTTGACCTATCCAGCTATTGGACACTCGGTCTTCAACTTTGACTTGTTTGGCGCAACCGAAACCTTTTTGTATTAGGGTGCCGCTCAAGAGTCGAATATTGTCAAAGAGTTGAAACATGTAAACGTCTCTGGACTCTTTTCGGGCAAAGTGTTTGTTTTCGGGACACTTGATACTGTACATATGTTTGGGTGTTGTTGCCCATTTTTCTGTAAAGAATTTCATGATGTAGGATATGAGGTGCATGGGCAGGTCTTTGTGTGTCAAGGGTTGGTAGCGCATCTTTTTGGCTACTTGTGACAGTTGCCGGTTCTATAGATCCTAATGGTTGGACATGTCCAACTGCAGCCGATTCTATAGAATCTAATGGTCGAACAGGTTCGACTGCAGTTGTTGTTGATCTTCCGTGATAGAGTCTTCGAATGTGCGCTTCATATTATTTTTTTTCCTGATGGAGTTGCTTGAATGTTGGGCAGGCAGGTGGAGAGGCAGAAGAGAATTATAATTTTTTTGGAGCAGCAGAATAAATTTTTTTGGATTCGCTTCTTCTTTGGTTCACTCGTTTTACAATAATCATGTTGAGTAACAAATAAAGTGAGTCCACTGACAAACAAGCAAACAAATATGGATACCATCATTTATCTTGCTCAAAATTACGACCACGTTTACAAGGTCATTTGTGTAGTCTTGGCCATCATTGTTATTTTGTATGTGGTCAAAAGATTGAAGGACCGTTCTTCCAGAAAGCAAAGAGCCGCAAAACTACAGAGTCAATGTCAACACGTTGCTGCAACAGATACGATATTTGTCAATATAGCCATGTACAGAGACTATACGGAGTGCACCAACACGCTGCTCGACATGTTCGAAAAGGCTTATTGTCCCAAGAGAATTACCGTTGGCATTTGTCAACATTTGAGGGACGGACAGGACAAGAACGTATTGGACATTTATCGCAAAGCTGCCAAATCCCAAGAACAGTCGTATGAAAATCAGATTCGCGTACTAACCGAATACGCAGAGGATGCACGAGGAGCAATGCATGCAAGAGCGCTCGTCGACAAACACTTGTACAGAGGCGAAAAGTATTACTTGGTCATTGATTCGCATAGCATGTTTGAAAAAGATTGGGACTTGAAGTTGGTGCAGCAACTCGAAAAAGCAACAGAGGTAGCCAAACATGACAAGGTTGTTGTGACACAGATTCCTGAAGATGTCGACATGATTCAAAGAACATTGACAACATTGAGACATGTGAAACCCAATTATTTCCCTGTTTTCGATGATTGGGAACCTTATCTGCCGTTCAAGAGTCCAGTATTCAAGAAGCAAATGTTTGTCCATGCACCTAAGCGTCCATTTTAGTCTCCGGTTTGGTGCGGTCGATTTGCTTTTGCTCGCGCCAAGATTTTGGAACAGAAACCTCATGATGAGAAGTTGTCTTATTTGGTTCATATGTATCATGATGTTAATAGCGATTACTATAGCACCATCATCAAGTAGCAACAAGGAAAGACCACTTTGGCAGACTGGATCACTTCGGCCAGATTACTTGCAGCTGGATATGAATTATATGTACCCATGGAACCCATAGTGTATCATGTCAAGTGTAATCATCACAGATTCGAAGCCGATCCACAGGACCCGTATCATTCGTAGATGCAACAACAATCGCTACAGGCAGCCGAGAATGAAATTCGTTTGGGACAGGCTGCTTCTGCAAAGATGGGATTGGATGTAGTGAATGGTGTTGTGAGTCCACACTTGACAGTTGGTGTATTGACGGATAAGCCTCGATCGGATGAGGTCATGTCAAAGTTTGGATCGTGGACCAATTATTTGAAGTAGTCGCATCTGTTGAATAGTAGTGACGTTACTCAAACCAGAGAAAAGTTGCAAGAACATTGGAACTGATGATACTAATAACAATAAAAGTTGACAAAGTTTATTTTGGTTTGTACATGTATTGCTCGATTGTCGATTGTGTTGTTGGAGGTTCAGAGGTCAAAGGTTCGAAAAATATTTTTGAGTCTGGAAGGTTGGTCAAAATTTTTGGAGGTCCAAAGTTTCAAAAAAGTTTTGGAGTTCAGACTTGGTCAAAAAATTTTGGACTTGCCACTTTTTGAAAACTGGACTTGCTCAAAAATTTTTTGGACTCAACTCGAAAATAAATTTTGACCAAGTCTCCAACACCAAAAACATGAACTCTTATTCAAACAATCACCAGATTTCCTGAACACAAACACGACATTACAACAATAATGAACAACATCAACACTGACAAACAAACATTCATGAGTCACGACATGGTTGTCATGTCAGAAATTGCAAGTTTCCTACCTCAACAAGATTTGCAACATTCTCGACTACATATGCTCAACAGAACATGGAATCAAGTTGTAAAACCCATGCTTGATCCAAGTATCAATGACAATATTGCATTACGAAGTGCAGTTATGGATGCAGATGTTGAATTGGTTCGTCATCTGTTGACCTATCCCAAAGTAGATCCAATCTGCGCCATATGGGAAGCAGCCAACACGGGCAATCTGGAAATATTCGACATACTCTTGATGGACAGTCGAATGACTAGCGATGATAGATACGATTACATGTTGGTCGTCTGTTCACACAAGGAAAATCAACAACTAAGCGTACATAGATTCGAAAACAATGACTTTTATATTCTCATGTGCAACACCTATTCTGGCGCAAAAACAAATACAAACAACAGAACAATAAACATTGTGTAGCGCATTCTTTAGTTGGACAAGACCATCGATCCTGCACAAAAACAAAGTCTGTTGCTTCGTCAAGCCGCAGGTAGTGGTAACTTGGCAGCCGTCGTTGCTCTTTTGTTGGACGGACGAGTCAATGTCAATGCATGCAACGGCGAAGCAATCTGGTTGGCCATGTGCGGTGGTCACGAATCAGTACGAAGAGTTTTGGAAGAAGCGATTCATTGACGTGTTGCATTGTATCATGGTGTACTAACCACAGATTCAAGTCACGTAACAAACAAACCATATAAACCAATCAATCGCTGTTGGCAATGTGTTCCCAAAAATCCTGAATCAACAAATTCTTTGGATGTCTCGGCATCACACCAAGCGACTACTTTCCCAAATAATACGATTTTACCTAGACATTTCCATCTTGCTTGTTTCTAACAAACATCATGGCAGCAACATTCTTATTCGCGATATTGCAGTAATAATTGCCAGAATACAACTAATTGCTTCTCTCCGCAACAGCTTTCAATGTTTCCCATTCGATTTGTTGCACCATTGATCCATTGTGTATCATATCGTTAGTAATACAAATGTACTATGCTTTTGAGTTGGTCAATAACCACAACGTGGCAACACAATCGGGCATGTAGAAATAGCTGAATTTTGGTCCAACGTACTTGGCTACACAATTTTGGAGAAACAACCGTATGGATTCTCGATGATCATCAATGTTCGTAAATGACAATGTTAGATAAGTAACATGTGGTCCAATAACTTTCCAAAATGACTTCTAAAACATTGGCAGTGATGGATCAAAGGGTCTTTTCCAGAAATTGATTTCTACAGTAACTCTTTTGGGCTACACTTGGTCCCAAACATTTTGCAACTGCAACTGTCTGTTGGGTAATATATCTCTAGCAACAAAATCAAGATGCACTTTGGATGCATAGTGATTCAATGCAAGAACCTTTTTGAGGTAGTCAACATGTTGGTTTTGATGAATATGCGTGCTAATACTGTATTCAATATTCGTTGATTTGATTGTTTCAATAGTCTTCATAAAGACCAAATCCTATCCGTTGCTTTCAGGATAGTTCAAATCGTTATAAAAAATCAACACTTTGTTCCTAGTCAATGTAGCAATGTATTCTAGCGCAGAAGCAGTATTTTCGTCTAAAACAGAATATGAAAGAGATACTTCAATGATTTCTGCTCCTTTTAGCAGCAATTCTATTATGTAGCCTTTGTCCAACAATGATACGTAAGGAAACATGTCGAAAATGCGAACGACTTTGCGTTCAGGGTCTCTGACAAAGTAACCATAGGAGTCATAGGGTTTATCTCTGTAGGCTGCTTCAACTTTGATAAAGCGTAATATGTGCAGTATGATGTGATAGGGCAGTTGCTAATACACGTGCATGTGCTGAAGAGGGGATTTTTTTGGAGTGACGAAATATTTTTTTTTGTATGGTTGTCCTGTGTTTTGCTCAACAAACAAACAAACAATAAACCTCCATCACACCAAAAAAAACCATGTCCGAACTCAAAACCTTACCCTACAGCATTCGCCAACTCATACTCTCATGGGCCTATACGGCAACATCCGATTTTCTCATTGGCAGATTCCAAGGTGAAGAACCAAACATTCAAAGACTGCTCTTGTTGCCGCAAGATATTTGGGTAGAAAAAGATGTATTATGTTCCATGATCAACCAAATCCACGCATTGATGCAACCTTATCACAAATGGTATGTCATGGTAACATTCAATGAAGACGACTACGTAATTGATTGCAAAGCGCCAAAATATGGTCAAATCGTTGTCGTCAGAGAAAACATAATGCCACAATACAGTGACGAAGATGCCAAGAAAATCAAAATGTTGAACAATCACTTGCGTGGCGTACAGATAACCAAATACTACACACATTACGATCCAGTAAACGACAACTAGCCAATATGCTCGTTGAGTGCAACCATAAAGGGCGCAATATTCATTCACAGTTACAGTGTGCGTCAGAGTGTTGATTGCTGGCTTTTGTCTAGCAATTATGGATATGATCATGGCGAAAAAACTCGTAAATGCAGGTGCAACATCAATGCTTCTACATGCAAAACATCATTTATGCAGAAACTTGTATTGGCAAGTGAATGTCATTCTAATCTTTGGATTACGCTCGATCCAGAAGATGGCGATCTTGACTATAATCAAAATGATGATAATTGTGTATTATATGCTTTACAATGCCAAAGACATAGATTCAAAGATATAACCTTGTCCATATATATGAACAACATTGAATCAAGTGTTTGCGATGAACAAGACAGCCATATGTCGTCAGAAAGCAATAACGTCGTCCAAATCGTGAAATAGTATGTTGATAAAATTAGATCGTACAACTTTGGCAACATAACAATAATCATTGGCATTGATGTTATTACGCCATATAGCGAACACTATTTGCAGATTTTGGAAATGTTCTTTTCATTGCCTAACGTCGCAGCAGTTATGACAACCGATCCCGAGCACTATAATCGCCTAGGTCTTTACAGTTTTTATCGTTGGATTGCTGGTGATTCGAATGTCAATTCATTGTTGATGCGTTGTGGATTTGATGCTGCTATCGATTCACGTATATTTGAACAATCCGGTATACATGTTGAACAGAATTATTACCCTGTCATTCCAGAAAATCCCAAGGGACCTGTGGGCAACGAAGGTAGAACCAGAATTATGTTTACGCGTCGACAGGATGCTATTGTTCCCGGTTTTGAAAAGGCATCGGTTGCATATGTACCCATGATACGTATTCAAGATGAAAGTTGACAAAATATAAGCTTTTATTGCGCAGATAAATTGTTGCAAAATTGTTCTAATGTCAAGCCTTTTCCTCTTTGTATGCCGTTAACCATTCCATGAACATTTGTCACGTATTGTTCAACGTATAGCGTACCGTCAACATTGCCAATTTGTAAATATTTGACGTCTATGCCCGAAATTTTGACGTAGTACGAGTTGACATACAACTTTTTTGTCATTTTAGCTAGTGCAACCAAAGTTTGCAAATCCATTTCGATCAGAGTGCTAATAAGTGTTTCTCTGGTTTCTCGAAGTGTTATTCGTTCTAACATGACATTGATGTTACTGACTGCAAGTATCTTGGCAAGCGAACAAGATAAATCAATGCATTTCAGCTGTGGTCTCAGATGAGGAAACATACTCTTCTCAACAAATGTTTCCATTTCATTTCGCCTGCTGTTCTAATTCAAAAATACAATATCAAGATGCTACACAAATTTGCCAACATGTTTCCAAAGCGACTCCTAAAAGAAGGGCATTGTCTCGTCAAATTCAATATCCATGGTGACTATAACATCTAATTTCCGATTTGGTTGCATTCTTTCGAACAATTTTTGAATCTGTAATTGTTGCAACGGTGATATATGAACACCCACAAGTTCGATTGTTAAAATACATTGTTCATGGTTCAACAATAAAACTCTTTCCAAGGTATTCATATCAATATGTTCGGTAATCCAAATTTCCATGCAATATACAACATTTTTGGCGCGTATGCTTTGCGTAAATGACAAGAAATCATGAAGATGACTGTTTAATGTACATTCAGTCACCAACATAGCAATCACTTTTTTGACCAAAGGTGCGAATTTGTTGATGGTGGAAGCATGTAGTGCATCGGCGTTCACACAAACAACTATAGATTCTGCACCTTTGACATACATGACATTCTTTGAATTTGGGTTTTTGAATACATATAGACGACTTGTGTTTTCATCAATGTACATGTCAAAGACGCGAACAATTTTGCGTTCAGGGTCTCTGACAAAGTAACCGTATGAGTCCGTTGATTTTCTGGGTTTGATGGAGTTTGTGGTTTTGACATCAATGAATCTTAGGATGTGTAGTGTGATGTGGTAGGGCAGTTGTTGATGGTGGTCGTTCATGGTCTAAAAGAAATAAGTTTTTTGAGCAAGGTGGGTTGTTCGCAAAAAATATTTTTTGAAGTTGTTGCAAACCAAAGTCGAGTCCAAAAATTTTTTGAGTTGTCCAAAACTTTTTGAGGCTATCCAAAAAAATATTTCTTGTATTTGGCTTCAATGACCAACAAATAAACTTTATACTACTTTTACCTTGTATCTCAAAGTCTTGATGGGTCTATGCTCCCAAGATCGACCATAATAAAATTCGACAATACAGAAACCTGTAATCTTGCCAGTAATTGTGTATGTAACGCTTCCCGGTGTGCCTACCATGATTCGATTTTGTGCATCATCCGTGTTATTCACTTCAGAAGTAATTTCCACCAGCGTTGATTTACCGTCAACAATGTCAAAAGACCACTGATAACCTGTTGTTGGATTGTTGGGCAGTGTTATGGAAATGGAATCACCAATTGGCAACCTATGAATATCAGATGAGTTGGTTACCAATACAACCGTGCCTGCAAAAGCAGCTGCTACGCCTAAACCTACAATGCCGAGTGTTAGTAATTGCGGATTCATGTTATTGTCGTTATCATTGCGTAAGATAAATAGTTTGTCAAGTTCCAACAGGCACGGAACACGAAACTTGACGTTGGAACTCTGCGAGATGGAACAGAGAGGGCATTCGCTTCAACAACAAAAAAAACAGACCCCTCCACAACATTTTTCACTTACACCTTTACCCCTTCACTTCACTACAGCAATCAACCTAAACCAAACAAATGACCAGCCTTACTCAACTCGACGATGCCGATTACAAAATCATCCCTTACGACATCACTTTATTGATTCTGTCCTTTGTGGATGATGAACCGACCGATTTTTACGAAGAGCACGAAGTATCACTCGGCGACTACTTTGGATATTTTGCTCGTGATCCAATGCGCAAACCTTATTAGTATTATTGTCTCACTTTTGAAACTAGCTTTTGCGAAGTGAATAGCGAATGTTTTCCTACTTTGGAAGACGAGGATGGTAGCGAATTTGCGTTCATGCCCAGACAACTCAACATTGGCATTTCAGCATCCGAGTTTTGCGAAAATAGTTACAATGTGGAGTAGTTGGATGAATGTGTGCATGAGCGTAATGCATTGCTAAAGTTTTATGTTCGACTGAATTATCGTACTGTATCGGCATTTATGAATGGTCTCACCGATTACAAGTGGAGCAATAGTACCAAAGTGATTATCGAAATGCCTAGAAAACATGTATAGTTAGTTTCCAATTAGCTGCTGTAGCTTGCCACCTTGCCCATCGTCGAGAAGATCAAAATTTCTGACGTTTTCGACGAACAACATGCTGATAATGTTGTCTATGTTCCCAGTGTAGACAATGATGCTGCCATTGTTGCGTTGATGCAAACTCTCAAGGATAGAAATCTGGATCGCAAAGTGCGGGCTCCCTACATTATTACCACTGGACGTGAATCGACAGAATTTTGGAATACATTTGGACCGCGTATTAGCTGCTTAGAGGTTCGTTAGTCGTAGACATTCATTGCAAATATTTTCAAAGTGGCTATACCTGTTTTGAAATCGAGCATCTGTCGACTGGTTTTTACTGTGTCCAATGGCGAAATACTTTAGGATTCGGACCTCTACGAAATGGTGCGTTTACTTGTATATATGCCATCTTGTGATGCCAACTTTTGCCCAACGGATGGCAACATTGTCGATAGATTCGAAAAGGCACTCGTGAGCATTTAGCAGTCTGCTAGGAAGCACGGCAGAGACGAAGATGAGGAAGAAGAAGAGGAAAACACGAGTCAGCAGGCCGAAGACCAAAATCCTCAAAAGCGTCAAAGAATTTTGTAAACCAACTTTTGTTATTTGTCAACTCCGACTCTTGCGTGTTCACTACAATATGAATTCACCAACCATTGCCGCCAATGACACCACGATTCCACCAAATCTTTCTAGCTACAAGCAAACACTTCAATCCTATCTCCGTTCAGAAATGTTTTAGGCTGACTAGGTTGAAGCTTGGTTGTACAATACGTGGTTCAATCCTGTAACCCATGGTTCCTTGACCATATTTTATTTTGACAAAGGCATACAACGCTATTTCTTTTAGGACATGTTTGAACATGGATGTAGAGCAGTTGACATGTACGGGTTCTCTGTTCCATTCTATACGCTGTATGAGACGGTTGAATAGCAGAGTACCCACCTATTAGTTTGTAGTCATATAGTACATGAGAAATGGCTCACTATAGATGAACGAGCGATTGACAAAGTGGTAGATGCAGTGCAAAATTAGAGTATCCACGTGGTATTGTTTGCTCAAAGCGACATTGTTCTACCACAAAAGATTTTGGATTTGCCAAGCACAGTTTTTCTTTCCTTGCAAAGTTCCAAATTTAGCGTTGATAAAGGTTCTGAAAGCGAATATCACAAGAACATATGTAGATAGACATTCACTCTGGTTGAAAAAGCAGTGGAAGCAAATCGACAAGTAGATACTGACACTAGTAATCAATACGAAATATTACCCAATGAACTAATCTTGTACATATTGGAGTTTATAGAATCTGACAAAATAACGCGTTGGACATAGTTGGTAGAAGAAAAACCATATATTTACGACCACGAGGTGTATATAGAGCACTTGAAGTTGTAGTTATTACCTGAAACAGAAAGAGTATCAAAACTCGAACATCGTATGATTCGAATGCTGTATGGTAAATTTTCGAATGATGACCAGATTTATCGCATATTTGGACGTTGGAGTGTGATGCCTCGGATTGTACAATTCAACTCGAATAGAATGAACAACTTGTATAGTCTTGTATGTCTCGGATCGGCTTATGTACGTGTCCATATCAATAATTAGCGGCAATTCGGGCAGACAGGTAATAGCGGTTATGAATCGTTGTTGGAGCAAAAGTATAAAAGTACAATATCGAGTATTCGATGGAAGCGTATCAAGGATGCGGTGCAAAGGGGTATAGTGGCATCAAAACTTGACACCGCACGTAGCATGCGAGTGTTGTATTACAAGAATGGCATTTCTATTGAGTATCCGGCACCTGCACTTCCTGTAAATAATGAAACAATGTAGAATTGATTAGAATGAGAACGGATAAAGATGTTTGTCGGTTGTCGTGTTCCAAAACAGCTTTGCCCAAAACATTTTTCGCCTCAGCCTTACCCCCTTCGCTCTTCACTTCACCTCACACACAACAAGCATACAAAACAACGCATGCCCCAGCAAATCACCAAATCCTACCATCAAACCACCTTGTCGGGTTTCAAACCCAAATAGTCTCAACCTCAACCGGTGGCAGTCAAAAGCAAAAGACCAGAAATCGAATACGACCAAAATGGCAATATTCGCATTAATCCGACCGATCCCAGCAAGGAACTCATACCACCGCCTCTGGACAAGAAGTGCAAACCCATTCCCGTTTGCCTGAAGCGCACCAAAAAGGATGGCATTGTTCAAGGTGGCCTATATGTTGGACGTCGTTTCAAGATGGGAGACTGGGACGTGCCTGCTTCGCGTTTTGGCAATCCTTTCAAGTACGACTCGCCCGATCCTGCCACCAATGTTACTTCGGTTGAGGACCTAAGAGTCAAGTATCGCAAACACATCATGTCCGACCCCGAAAAGGTTGCTCAACTTCCCAATCTGCTGGGTGAAAGGATTGCGTGTTGGTGCATTGGCAAAAAGGAAAAGGATGGCAGAATATGTCACGCCAGAATTTTGGCCGATATTGTCGAAGAAGTGTGCATGAGCAACGGCAATAACAAAAGCTAAATATTATTGTAGTTTATTTATCTGTGACCGACCGACAAACGATGATGAGTTCCAACCGATCAGGAACATGTTTGCCAAAAGGTGAAGGGGGTCCAAAACAGCATTCGCAGGCAGAGCCAACAAAACAATTTTCGCCTCAGCCCCTTCGCTTTGCCCTCTGCCTTTCGTATCTCGTCCTACAATGTCCCTCACAACCGCAGCCTACGATTACAAAACACTACCCTATGCTCTGATACTGTCAATCCTAGAGTGGATATCCTATGCCAACGACGAAGGGTCGACATGCTTCGAGGGCAAAACTGTCAAGGATTTTTTTGGCTACTTTTCTCGCGATCCGACCAGAACTGCCTACCAAATATTCTGTCGCACCTACGAAACTTATTATTCGGATGTGTATGGCGACAAGTTGCCGCATGACGCTTACTAGACCGATGAAAATCATAGCGTCTTTCCATTTGTTCCAAAGAGAGTCAATATCACCATATATGCCGACGAATTTGTCCAATACGTAAACGATCTTGCTATTCTTGACAGCAAAGTGTGCTCGATAAATGCGACTCGCAAGGAAAAGACGGGCGATGGCGAAAAAGTATTGAGACTGTATGTGACACTAGAATCGGAAACACTCAGCACCAGATATGGCAGCGACCAAGAATTTGCCGAAGCAGCAACCAAATTTTTGGATGCACTCAACAGTGTTTAGTGGAGCAAACACATCAAAGTGATCATCAACTAGCACAAGGAAGACGTAAAGCCGGTCACGAAGCAGTTGCTGTAGCTTGCCAGCTTGCCCATAGTCGAAAGAATCAACATTGCCGATGCATTTTATTCTGATGATTTTGGTCTTGTTGATGAAACAGGAGAGGCAAATCCGGACTGGTACGGTGGACATGTAGTTGCATTGTTGGAATAGTTTTAGGAGCGCAGTTTGAGTTACAAGGTTCATGCGCCGTATGTAATCACGTATGGTCTCGATTCTTTGGACTTTTGGAAGTTCATAGGCCCTCGTGTCATGACGTTGGATGTCAGGAAACCAGAATCGTGGTAGAATATGGACAAGTATGAGTAGTTTGTCAGCCAAATTCCGAAACTTGTTCCCAATGTTACTTGTTTACGCATGCCTCCTGTTGTAGATTTGAGTGATTTTGAATACTCGGACTCGAATGAAGAAGACCAAGAAGAAGAGTCGTCGGTAGAATAGTTAGAGCCGTCTGCTAAGCGTGTCAAGTTGGTATGATGGTCGCAAACAAGCGAGGCAAGTACAAGTACAACAGTTGAAACAATTTATTTGTATCTTTGGTCAGCGAAGCAAGTTGCCAAATATTTTTTTGCCGAGCAACCAAAAAGTTTGAAAACAAAAAAACAATTTTCTTGGCTCACCCCTAACCTGAACAACTTTCAAACTCCAACACAACCCAAAATGTCAACAACTACAACTGGCAAAGACCGCGTCAAACAAACTCTCATCACCGACAATGCCTTCAGACACGAAGGTGTTTAGGATGATCTCTTTACTTTGGAAAATCTCGACACCACGATCGCATGGGACTTTACATTGCCCACTTTGATGCCCAAAAAGTATGGCATGGATCAGCAAACACTATTTCAAGAAAAGATTGTTTCCAAAGAAGTGTTCATGAAGACCATTACCGACAAAATTCCCATCCTGAAACATGGTCTCAACCTGAGCAACGTATTGATTGCCGGTGGTTTCGTGTCGGACTGTCTGCTCAACAAGGACCGCTCCAAAGATGTTGACATGTTCATCTACGGACTTGCCACCCAAGAAGAAGCAACGGCACGTGTTCACAAATTGGTCAACGATATTATCGATTTAAACGCGGCATACAAGAAAAAGAAGAAGGAAGAGCAGCGCAGGAGCAGCAAGGATAGCAAAAAGTCGTACATGTCTGATGATGACGAGTCAGAAACGACGCACACCGAGAGTGTATTTCCAAAAGCCATCAGACATCAACATTGCCTCAATTTAGAGTGCGAAGGTGTAGATTATCAAATCATCTTCCGTTTGTACAAGACCAAGAGCGAAATTCTTCATGGCTTCGATCTCGGCAGCAGTGCAGTTGGATTTGATGGCAAGGATGTATTGTTTACCTCATTGTCCAAGTTCTCCTACGAAAATATTGCCAACATTATCGATCCTTCTCGCAGAAGTACAACGTACGAAAAGAGACTCGAAAAGTATTATCAGAAGGGTTTCCGCATCATCCTGCCCGATCTGAACATCAAGGCCATTCCCACGAATTCTTTGCGTTACGGTCTCGCAGAAGTTTGCGACTTGCCTCATTTCGTTTTTACTTATAGAAATATCAAGGGTAATCGCATCTATGTTGAGAGATTTGCAAAGGTGGGAGACACTGATGTTGATTCTGATGAACAAAAGGAAAATTCGGTGGGAGATGAAGGAGACGGAGAAGAAGATGTTGAAATGACTGAAGATGCAGCAACGGCAAGCGATGATGATGGTGATGAATACGACGAATCTGCGGTTGAAGATGTCGATTATGTGACATATGCCATAGATAACGAATACGTGGCATTCCACTACAACATTCGTCATCTGATTCACTAGGATGGCAAGTATTGCGTTTTTGCAGATAGCGACACCGATAATGAAAACATTAAGCAGGTCAGAAATATTGTGTATCAGTCTCCTTTCATGAACGTTGGAGCCATTCACGTATTTTACGATCGCTTGCAGAAACAGGTACTTTCCAACACAGGCAAGATTGACATTGGAAATTTGAAAAAGCACTTTGTGGTCGAACCTATTGAAAAGATTGTTTAGGAACTTTATATTGACAGACAGGCCTCTGCTGAGAGACGCAAATATTTGATTCAATTGATTGCCAGACAAAAGGCTGATGCCATTGAAAAATTCCAAAAGATGAGCGAATGGAAGGTTCAGTGGGTTATCGAAAATCCTGGTCGTCAGTGGACTTCTTCGTTCAATCCCATCATTGAAAGTGACAGTGAGTGGTATGGTCGCTATTACAAGAAGGCATTTTCCAGATAGTAAAACAATAATTAAAACTTCTTTTACTGTGACAGCACTGCATTGAGTGCCTTTTTTACATTGTCAATGTTTGCACCTTCTATGGTATCGTGAGCCTGCTTTCCGTTCTTGAAAATGACAAAAGATGGCAGACCGCTGATTTCGAGTTCGTTGGCCAAATCGTCAAACTTTTCAACATCCATCTTGAGGAAAAAGACTTGGGGATATTCGTTGGCAAGTGCTTCAAAGGCGGGAGCGATTCTCTTACAGGGACCACAAAAGCCTGCCCAACAGTCGACAATGACGTATTGATGTTGGCCAAGAATAGTTTGGAATTCCTTTTCGTTCTTGAGTTGATGGACCATGTTTAGGTTGTTAGGTTAGTTTGTTTTGAGAGACAGACACAATAAAAGTAACTTTTGTTTGCTTTTGGCAATCCAAAAAATTTTGGCTTTTTTACTTGTATTGTTTTTATAGATTATTCAACTAACGTTCCGCCTCAACTGCCCAATCATAACCGGGCCACTAAGGAATTTGATGTACTCTGAATTCCAATGATGATTCTTCCGTTGTATTTTCATCTGCCTAACCTGCTGCTACATCATCATCGCGGTGATAATTCAGCGAACTCGCAACGGTTGGGTTTAATCCTAGCGATCCACCTATAATTTGGTTCAAATACTCTTCGACTTCATTACGAAATGCTTCGTAGCCCGCGTTAGGCGATAGCAAAGGCACCCATTGTTCTTGTTCGCCCAAATGTTGTTCACGTTCTTGACGCTGTTGCTACCTGTATTCTTCCAATTCTCTCGCCAGTTCAGGATCTTGAATGGCATCCTAGCGACAATAAGGACATGTACTATTCGTCTGTAACCAATTGTCGACGCATTGTTGGTGAAAAGCATGACCGCAGGGCAAAGGACGTATCGTGTCACCGCGTTTTGCCGTGTCTAGGCAGATGACACAATCCATTTCAGGTCTGTCTGGCAAACCGATCCACGTCTGCACTGGCATCTTGTCCAAAATTTGGGTTGGAATGCCATGGTCTACGGGTACATCAATCAAATCGGGCATTTCGTCTGTGTTGTCGAGATCATTTTCGTTGGATGCCGTTGGACGCGCCCAACCATTTGTATCTACCGATACTGTTGCGGCGCCTAGCGACAATATGGCAAGCAACTCTCCGGCAGTTGGACGCGTCCAACCATTAGAATCGAGAGATCGTGCGGTAGCTGATTCTGAAGAATCGGCTGCAGTGGGTGCTAATAATGGGTGTCGGTTCATTTGTTTTGTTCGATGCGAATGTGTGTTGTGTTACTCAAGCAGCTAAATGTTTTTTGTTATGATGCGAACAAAAAGAATAAACAAACTCGGAACATTTGGTTTATCCAACAAACACAACTAACCGAAAAAGCTGAACTATCTGTGCACCCAATACGAAGGCGGGGTAAAACAGGCCCCGAACTCGCGACACCGGTCGAACACACGCACAATTCAGGCCTCCACCCAACCGTCTACCCTTGATACGATCAACCATATTTCTGCTACCCCCACATCATAATCTCTTTTCTGATTCCTTATTCTGTTATCAGCTAGCATTCGTACATGTCACAAAAGAATAGTAGCAACAGCAGCAAAACATGTGCCAACTGCAAAACCGATGAGTCTGTGTTGTTCAGAAAGTAAGTAGTAGGTCAAGTTGTACTTTTGCATATTTGGTCCATAATACTAACAATGTCAATCAAAAAAACAGAGTGGTTTCAAAGGATGGTGCTGAACGATTGATGTGTAACAAGTGTGCCTTGTACCTAAAGCGCCACGGAATTGACAGACCTATCGAAATGCCATACAAATTCAGGCATCGAAACCATAGTGGGAGATATTTTGGGGTTCAATTGTCATAGAAACCACCTGTTGGAGGTATCTGTAAACCAAAACATAGCGTTGTTGACAAGGTGGCTAAGGATAGTGATAGTAAGGCCAAGGCTATCATGCCAAGTCCTATTTGGAAAACGTAGTTTTAGTAGCCTGCATAGTTGTAGTAGTAGCAACAAAAGTAGCCAAATGTGTCCCAGAAGTAGTAGTATAATGACGATTATGAATATCAGGCTGCGATTATGGATTTGAGACTTGCAATCTTGTCCATTAGGTTGACAGGTTCACCAGAGTTGTATTTTGCTGCACGAGAGTTGCTAAAAACCAATGTTTGTAAATACCAATAATGTAATGTAATTTATTTATTTCGGCTTGCGGCTAAAAAAAATATTTCAACGAGCAAAGTGCAGTGTTGTGGAGGCATATGGTCAACACTATAAAAATACACACGCCCGAAAAAAACAAACTCAACACAACCAACTCATCATCATCGGACCCCTTCCCCTTTTCACACCCACCCGCCCACACAAACAAACAAAAAATGCAGCCCCTCGTCTTTGGTTCCAACAATCGCAAGGCCAAGTCACAGGCCACCAGCAACAACAATGTCAATACCAAGGCCAAGCAGCCTGCCGAAACACCAGTCACACCTTGCTGGACCGTCGGCGACATTCTGTTCATGCGCAAAAAGGGTGACATTGATACCATGCTGGACCTGCTTTACGATGCCGGCAAGCTGACCGAGGAATTGACCACCTTTGCTGCCAATCATTACATTGACATGGAAGCCGGAGACCGTGAAGGCAAGATTCGTAGCAGATGGCCCAATGGAAAACGTGAAGCCGAACTGCCTGCTCCTGTTACGGGTGAGATTCGGTCCGTTGACATTAAGCGCGACGAGAAGGGTGTGGTTCAGGTGGACGTTGAGGTGGTTTGTGAAGTTTAGGAGTGGGAAGCACAGAATGGATGGACATTTAGCGTCTTAAAGTTTACTCTTTACCGCGTCGACGAACAAGACAACAAACCCACGGGTGACAAGAGACTGGATGCCAAGGCACTCGAAAGAAAGAAGCAAGAGCAGAAGGAGCGCCGCAAACTTGCCAAGAAGAAGAAGAGACAACAGGCTGCTTTGGACGCAAAGAAGAGTAGTGCATAATGAAAATGTAGTATTAGTTTATTCATCAAATTCTTCATCATAGTCTTCCAATTCACAGCAGAATGCAAAACATCTATACACTTTTGACCACCATCGGCTTACTTTTTGTCTAAGAGTTAGAGGTCTCCGTCTAACGATCATGGGGCCTTTTATATGATATGTTGGCTAAATATTGTTATAGTTGCACATTTTTTGTATACTTTATGGTTGTTTCTTGTGTATATTCGAGTAAGAGTATATTTACATTTTTGTCAACAATATTTGTGTTGGTCATTCTGCTTTGACATTGACACCTTGCTATTCAATAATCTTGGTAACAACATGTGCTTCCAATGCAGAATCCACATGCATGTCGTTCTCTTTCATGTACAAAATGATATTGTTGGCACCAAGATACATTCTCTTGCTCATGTTTCTTTGGACCCTAAGTGTATATCTTCTAGAGTGCAAAGTCAATGCGCCAAGATCAAAAAGCAAACCCATTCCACAAAAGAATGAATATCCCAATAATCCAATGTTACCGGTAATCACCTAAATAAACGCCATACCAAAGAAAAAGGGGAAATAGTTTGAATCGAAACCTTCCTTCGCCATGTACGGTATCTTGACCATAAAAGATGAACCTAATTTGTCAGCATCGTCAACCAACTTCTACAAGTATTCCGTAAACATAGGAGTCAAATCAACTTTCTTTGCCAATTCTTGAACGAATGGATCTGGACCGCGACTAACTAAAAACAATTCAGTGGAATCAGACATGAAGTTTTTGTGGTTGGTTATTTTGTCAAGTATTTGTTTCATGTTCTAGAGTTTTCCAGATGCAACATCTTCAGAGGTAACAACGGTGCGCTTAATAATACTAGGTGTCGGCGTAGTCAGAATGGAAATAGGTAGTTTGATGCTGTGTTTGAAGAAGCGAGGTGCTAGACGAAACATGATAAGGATGGAAAAAGTTGTTGAGAGTTGTTTTTTTGGACGTAGTCGCAAAAGTAAAATTATTTTATCAACTTGCAACACAACAACAATTCTTTTTTTCTGTTCAAGAACCCATATCCAACACAACCATGTCCCAACAGGCCAACAACGTAACTGTCCAAAACTTTTACCTGACCATTACCAATGGTAACGAAACACAAGCCACAAAAATCGAAACCACTATAAACAACTTTATCGATGGCAATGCTCCCAACTTGTTGGTTCTCACTGGAGTAGCAGGATCGGGAAAAAGTACATTGGCCAAGTTTATTCGTGAAGCTATCAAGCACAAGTACAGCATTGGTGACCAAGATGCACACAGAATTGGTGTTGTCGGTCACTCAAGCTTTGCAGGTTTCATGAAGAATTTCAAGTGGGAAACTGATGGTGCTCGCTATGCCTTCTTTTTTGAGTTCAGAAACGACAAGGATTCTGTCAGTATCGTGCGCAAACTCTTGGAAAACAATTACCATGTTTTGATTTCAACGAATCAGATTCAAGATGTCCAAGACTTTACCGACAAAATTCAAGATGCTGGCGCCGTATCCACCAGAGCACATGAACGCGAGCCAGTTTAGTTTGAATTTGATGTGATTGAGTTTGAACATATGACAACCAACCCCGATCCCAACTTGTTTGCTACTCTGTTGGCAACTCTGAACTGAGAATAGTAAGACATCAATAAATTTGTTTTGTTGTTGTCAGTGTAGCAGTCGAAAAAACTTTGCAACTTTTCTGTCCAACAAAAAAATATTCTTTCTGCTCTTGCGCCCCAACAAAAAAATGAACAAGTCCAAAACTGTTGCCGTTCAACCACCCAAACTTGCTGCCATAATCAAAACTGTTTAGTAGCAATCAAAAGTTACGGGTGTCAAGAGACCATTACCTATCGATACTACATCCACATAGCAAGAAGGACAGGCAATTGATGAAGCTGCTGAACCCAAAAAGTTTAAACCTATCGAAGAAGAACAAGAATGTGCACTCAAGCAATTGATTCCCGAAAAGTGGAGAGAATTTCTGAGACCTCTGACCAACAAGCCTTCATTCAAAAAGTTGAGTGACATTGTTTTCGAAGAATATGGCAAGTATGGCGAGTACATGTTCCCTCCACAAAACAAGATATTCAATGCTTTGGAACAGATAGGCAGTCCTGAGGATGTTAGGGTTGTTATCAATGGACAGGACCCGTATATCAGACCGAATCAAGCAATTGGCATGGCATTTGCTGTTAATCGTGATTTTCAACCTTTACCTCCAAGTTTGGTCAATATTTACAAAGAAATGCAGTCTGACCTGAACATCGAACCTGCTTCTCACGGTGATTTGACTTGTTGGGCATAGCAAGGTGTTTTGTTGCTCAATTCTTGTTTGACTGTTTTATTAGGAAAATCCGGTTCCCACTTTGATTTGGGTTGGCAGGAGTTTACATCAGGCATTCTGAAGTTATTGGACCAGAAACTCAAAACCCCGATTGTTTATCTGGCATGGGGTCGATCCGCAATGGATGTTTTGGAGAGAGCAGGTGTTTGTGTGGCTGGTAAACCTTCTGGAAAGAATAGACTCGTCCTAAGTTGCCCTCACCCAAGTCCCTATAGCGCCAATACAGGTTTCTTTGGATCGAAACACTTTTCCAAGACCAATGAATTTCTCAAGAAACATAATTGTGAACCTATCGACTGGAAAGTAGTCTAATAAAAATTCGTAGCAAAACGCAGTATGCAAAAATAATTGTTCGAATTCTGTGGTTGAAAAACAAAAAAATTCAAGACAAACACCTTTTTTTTACTTTTCTGTTGCCATAGCCTACTCAACATGCTTCCTGTTTATATTCAAGTCATACTTGCCATAACAGTTATAGTTATACTGTTCAGTCCAAGACGCGATAAAAAGAAGACCCTTTCCAAATAGGATCGTGAAGTCATCAATCTTGTGACCAACAAAAAGAAGAGACTCAGGGTTAAACCTGTCCTTAACATTGCAAATTACCTCAAATTCAATGAACACCGTTCAGGATGGAATTTTGTAATGCAAAGTTTACAAACACTTCATGCTGGCGATTAGGGAATTTTGGTTGATGATTTCTTGGAGCATACCTATGGATGGAAGTATATTGATGAAAAGATGCAAACCAAAGATGTTGCATTCAGAGGCAAAAAGTATTACATGCCCAAGAAGAATCTTGTAATGTACAACGACCAACCTACGATTCGTATTACAAACAACCAAATTGTTAGCTACGACTCACTGCTCAGTGCATGGATACCTTCGAATATTGACCCCAAACATTATGACAAATTGGTGGCAGAAAATCCTGGTAATACTGTTTATACGAAGCCATGGATTGGTTTTCTGCATAACCCCCAAAATATGCCAACTTGGTGTGACTTTACGAATTCTCCCCAGATGATACTGAGACGACCCGAGTTTTAGGAAAGTCTCAAGTGTTGCAAAGGCATTCTTGTGTTTTCCGAGTATTTGGCCAAGTGGCTTAGAACCTGTTTGCCTCCACATGTCCCTGTTAGTGTGCTTTATCATCCAACAGATACAGTGGACATTAAGATGTTCGATCCTGTTGCTTTCAAGAACAATACAGATCGACATGTCATTCAAATTGGATATTGGTTACGTGTTTTGCATGCAATCTACATGCTCGAAGTGCCTCAAAACTACAAAAAGATGTGGTTATACGGCGGACGTCACGCCCTTGAAATCTTTGACCAAGAAAAGCAATACATTGACCAAAGCAAGGTATTGTCCCAACCCGTAGAAGTTACAAGACTCAGTAACGAAGACTATGACGAGGCACTGTCCAAAAATGTAGGCTTTATTGAACTCTACGATAGTTCATGTAACAATGCCGTTGTAGAATGCATCGCAAGAGCAACACCCATTTTGGTAAACAAGATTGCACCTGTTGTAGAATATTTGGGCGAAGACTATCCACTGTACTACAATACTTTGGAGCAGGCAACCGAATTATTGGCCGACGATAGCAAACTTTTGGAGGCCCACTATTATCTCTTGAATCGCAAAGATGTCAGAAGGCGCGTAGATGTTGACGCCTTTTTCGAGGACTTTGTCAATTCAGAAGTATACGCAAATTGCATTCGAACCAAGAGCAAATGATGATAATAATAAAAAATATAACCTTTCATTGTTCATACAACATCCATATTGTTACAAGTGCACAGACAAACGATGCAGCAGCAAACCAATATTTATGGGGCAGCGCAACTTCAGCCAACTGTTCCTTTTGTGGTCCTATGCTTTGTGCTTGACCGCCCATGTAATGCATGTAAACAGGTGTCCCTGGACTGAAAATGGACTACTTGACCTTGATGTACGAATAAGCATACGATGCACGAGGCAAGCTGGCGTCCAAATGATTTTTGCAAAAGTAGGTCATTTGTTTGGGATGCCAGATTTTGCGAGGAAACCATTCAGCTTTTCCGTCAATGTGCAGTGAAGATTCATGACCGTGAGTAACATCTTCAGTGTAGGTTCTTGTGTATGGAATCATGACTTTTCCTTGTGGAACAAAGTAGGTGCTGGTTTTCAGTTCCTTCTTTTTGTAAGTATAGGTCTTGACAGAAAGACCACGATTGAAATGAACCTGCTAAATGGTATGCTGGGTCGTGCCATCCGTAACTTTGCCTGTTTTGACCAATGTTTTGCGCATTTCTTGTACTATTTGGCTGCGACGTATGTGTGCCATTGCAAAACTGGCTGTTCCAAAGATGCCGACAAAGATGGCTGTGCTCATGTTGGGTAGGTGTTGGGTTGGGTTGTTGTTGGGTTGGGTTGTTGTTGACGTGAGGTGAGGGGTTGCGCAAGAAATAGATTTTTTGGGGGTTGGAAATAATTGGCAACTTTTTAGAAACCCGTGTCATGGTGACATCTAGGAACAAGTTTATATTCACGATAAAATTGATAATTATCTTTGGGCGTTAGCCAGCCCGTTCGGAATTTAGTCTCGGGTTCACTGCTCACAAGCCACTGGTCACGAGGTGCAGCAAAAGTATCCCAACCCGGTTGTCGAGGTTGATGCATCTCTGGCAAAAACAATTGGCGAGCCCAAAAACTCTTGTTGTCCTTGGATACACGAGTTACCACCCAACAACACGAGTACCGACAAGTTTCATGAACAATACAAATATCGCCAGCTTCAGGAACAATGCAAGTATTAGAATAGTATTTGATGATTTTGCGTGTTTGCTCGTTGGGTTCAGTTGTTGGCAAGGGTGCAACTTGGTCGATACGAATCTGTGGGTCCATGTTGTGTTGTGTTTGAAGGTTTTATATTTTTGTTACCAAAAAATATTTTGGACTTGGACCAAGGCTCGAATTTATTTTTTTTGTTGGTTCAGCCAAGTCCAACCTTTTTCGAAAAATGATCCATGATCTAGAAAAGTGGCCAACATTCTTGTTCCCCAATATTGTTCTGTAAATAACCTCGAATAGTAGAATACTAATAAAAGTTCTGCAACGTACATGCCTAAAATGACACTCGTTGAATATCATATGCACTAATCTGGTTATAGTCCCTGACAAGATGAGGTATATTGTCAAACACAAAGTTTTCGAAGCAAATCTACTTCAAATCGCACTAAGCCACAGCAAGAAATACTTTGCTACAAAAATTGATAAACGTGCTAGGTGAATGAAAGCAATCCATATTCATAGAAACTGTAATCTACTCCAGACTAGGAAACTACTTTACAATATCTGTTACATGGTCCAAAAACCCATCATCCTTCAACGTATGCATTTTGAGCGTCAAGTGAACACATTGTCTAAATATATGGCGAGGATGGTCTAAAATCCAATTCAACTCTTTCCATGAACATTTGTCAATCTTTACACGCTTCAGATAGGGTGCCAAAACTTTTGTATCCTTGACATTCTTGCTACTTATTGTCCACCTAGAGTCGTAACTCATATGAATTTTACACTTACAGAGCGACTATAACAATTGCAACTCCAACTTTGGAGCATCAAGTATTTCATCATCATTAATACTGAATTCAACATGCACGCGTTTTCTCGCTTGTTCACTGAGAGACTTTAAATATTCCACGATTGATTCTACGCGCGGATAGCTGAATCGTGGTGCTTGTATTATTTTCAAATATACGTTGTGTATTTCCATAATAAACTCGGAAGGCAAGTTGTAACCCAATGAATTGTCGATAAACATGAACGATTTGGGTAATCCAACAACATAAGTAGACTTTTTGAGTTGGTTGATCTTTCGTACATATCTCATCTTTTCAATCCAATCGGGTTGTACACTCTCCGTAACATCAATTTCAACTCTTTCTGCACCAGATATTAGTATCGGCTGTATCTGATTTTGTATGAGGAGAGCCTCGTTTTTGATTCTGGGATACATGTTGAATATGTTGTAGATCTAATTTGTCGGATCGTCTACGAATTTGCCATAGTATGTTTTAATTTCGTATGTTTGGCTACTTTGACGTGGCAGCGAAGGTAAGAATGAAAGAATTTCAAGCTTGAGGTCGATAGGCAGTTCTGAGAGCATGTTTGACATTTTGTTGAAAAATAGAGCAGAATCTGGAAATATTTATTTTTTGGGCATCTAAACCTTTTCGATAAAATGGTCCATGATTTCATACAACGAATGTTGCAAATACTTCAAAGATTTGATGTTCATGGATATATATCTGTGCATATTGTTTTCATGTAATGCAATTCCTGGTACATTCTACAACACGCATCCCCAAAATGATACATTTTGAATGTTGTACGGGTTGATCTTCTTATAGTCACTAATAAGCTATTGCATATCATCAAATAAAAATTGATTGAAGCACACATATTTCAGGTCGCACTACACAATTTTGATGAATATGTTTCTACAAAAGCTGCCAAAGATTGTAGTTGGATGCGTCCAACCATTAGGTTCTATCGAACCGGCTGTAGTCTTTAAAAAATACTAACTGTTCAGGGAAATTTTAAGTTTCTCCAGGTTTGGAAAATGCTTCAAAACATCATGAAAGTTGTCCACAAAGTGATATTCATCTTCCAGACCGTCTATGTACACGTCCAGTACCGTACATTTGTCTAGATTTCTGTCCAAGGTTACATTTCTCCACGAACTGCTTCGAATGTATGCTCTTTCAATACAAGGTGCCAACAAACCAAAATTCTACATATTCTCTGGACCTATGTTGTACATCCACGTGTAAATGTTTGTAACTTTTAGTCGACAATACTGCCGTAACTCTTCGTAATTCAATGTAAAAGAATCTGTAACTTCTCTGTTTTCGAATTTTAAATCCACATCTACTCTCTTTAGTGCACTATTGTCAAGCGACCGTAGAGAAGATTTCAATGCACTCATTTGTGGATGTTTGATGGTTAATCCTTGTGATGACTAGTGAACTACTTTTACATGTATCTTTGGCATGTTCATTAGTTGCAAGCTAGGCAAGTGTAAATACTAAAAGTTTGTAATGAACACAAAGGATTTGGGTGGTCCAACAATAAAATTCTTCTTTTTGAGGTTGCATATTTGGGTTATATCCCTCGTGTAGCTGTTTAGAATCTACTTTCTCTAATTGTATGTTATATCGATTTCCACACGTATTGCCCCCGATATCAGCAGTTTGTTGTGGATGATATGTATCTTCTTGATTTTGGGATACATGTTGAATATGTTGTATACCTGTTTCGTCGGATCGCCCTTGAATTTTCCATAATATTTTTTGATTTCAGACTTGTTGGTTGCACTGTTTGGCTCAGGACAATATTTTAGAGAAGGCAGGAATGATAGTATTTCGAGTTTGAGTTCGGTGGGTAACTCTGAAAGCATTGTGTCGAATGTGTTTGTGTTTGGGTTCAGAGCAGCAAAAAAAATATTTTGTAAAGTTTGGCGGACCAAATAAATTTTTTTTGTTTATTCTTACACCAAGTTGGACAAGACTTCTTTGGGAACAAAATAACTTTGGTTAATGTCCTTATTATTGGGGTCTATTGCAACGCACCTGTAAGTGGTAATCTTTACCTGCTGCTACAAATGCAAAGGCAACAACTCTTTGAAGAACGCTTCGCCTGCCCAATCTATCGGCGACAGTATGATTCTTACACTCTTTAGCTTTTCCGAACAAAACAATAGATTCGTCAATCCTGCTCCAAATGGGGCAACAATATCAGTAACATTTTGCATGAGCCTAATCTTTTGTTCAGTATTCAACTCGCCCAAGTGCACTTCGGTGAAACCAGACTTTTGAGCAGCATTGACAACTTCATCTTCATTGATCATTACACGAGACTTGCCAGAATTTGCATCCTTTCTTCTGGAAATGTAGATTCGTTCGGGTGTTGTTGGCTCTACCGACAAAGGTCCACGACTCAAAACATTATTGACAATTGCATGTGCAACATTTCTGAGCATGGGCATTCTGGGCGATCCCATCTCAAAGTTGTAAATGTAATTGGTTGGAAATACAACGGTTTCGTAAAGTGTGGTGGGTTGAATCCATACCAAATCCCTGTTAATGTTGATATCCGGATGCAACTTTAACAACTCCATGGCATACGATGGCAACACACCAACCAACAATGCCAATCTGGGAACCATTCTTCTCAGTTCAATGTATAGTTGCAACTTGGAAAGCAATTCTACGCAAAAGTGCTAAAAGTTGCATGTTGCCCAAATGCCGTAGAACCAGAAAACGGGTCTCTTTTCTGTACAAGTTGTTTCAATACGAGGCTGTTCGAATGTCAGATCGAGAGCATAACTATTCGAATGAAAGGACAACATGGCATGTTTGGGAATCTGCTATTGTGAACCTCTGGGGAAATAAATCAATGAACCATTTTCATCTTTGCGGACATCGATGCGTACGTTGGCCATACCGACCACATCTGTTCCGTGCATGTTGGTCTTGACGGACTCATATTGATGGTATAAGTTGTTTTCATCGTGTCTCAATAGCCAGTCGGCAAAGTAGACGGGGTCCAAAGAAAAATCGGGAACGAATTCTATGTTGGTTGACATCTTTTTTGTTTGGTGTTCCAAGATTTGCGCTCTCAAGAAATTTTTTTGAGAGGATGCCAACATTTTTTTGTTTGGTCGTCGAATACACTTTTATGCATGGACTTTCGTAAACATAGATAGATATTCGATACTCGACTCGTTCATATTGCTCGTTCATAGATAAACTAACCACCAAATACTCAAATGAATATCATCATCCCATGTGCCGGTCTCGGTTCGAGATTTTAGAATGAAGGCTACAGATATCCAAAACCTCTTGTGAACATAGTTGGCCGACCAATGTTGTCATGGATACTGGACAATCTAGCTGTAAAACCAGATGACACAATTTGGATAACATTGAATGAACAAGTTGACAGCCAATTCGCACTTGTCGAGAGAATGCAAAAGGAATTCCCCAAGTACAAGATTCGACCCGTTCATGTTCATTTTCAAACCCGAGGTGCAGCAGAAACACTTTATGTTACCTTGTAGAACATGACCGAGCAAGAACTCAGCATGCCTGTAATTAGTTTAGATTCCGACACACTGTACAGAGCAGATGTTTAGAGCATTGCTCGCAATTGTGCTGACCAAAATCTCAACGGCATAGTTTGTTTCGATGTCGATCCCAACACAAAGCCCATCTATTCATATGTCTCGTTGAACCAAAACAATATTGTCACCGAAATACGAGAAAAAGTTGCCATTAGTAATCATGCCAACACAGGTGCCTACATTTTCAGGTCAGGCAAACTGTTGAGAAGCGAATGCGAAAAGTTGTTGTCTCAAGGTGTCGCATCTTTGGGCGAATACTACACTTCCAACGTCATTGCCCAAATGATTCAACAGTCCAATGAACAATTTTTGGCAACCATTATCGATGAACAAGACTTTAGTTGTCTCGGAACCCCTGCACAACTCAAATCCTTTTTGCAACTCATCAAACAGGGCCAAGTCCAATGCAAATAGAAGATGCGATTCTGTTTCGATCTGGATGGAACATTGGTCACTCATCCCAGAATTTCGGGTGACTACTCTAGCGTTGAACCCATTTGTTAGAACATTAACCTGCTTCGTGAACTCAAGGCAGCCGGCCATACAATCATTATCCACACTGCTCGTCGCATGTTGACACACAAGGGCAATGTTGGAGCAGTTGTTGCCGATGTTGGCAGTGTAACAATGGATTCGTTGAAAAAACTGAACATTCCCTATGATGAACTTTATTTTGGCAAACCCTACGCTCATTGTTACATAGACGACTATGCAGTCAATGCTCTGGTCGACACTCACAAGGAAATAGGTTGGCTCGAAGAACAAAAGTCAACAAGCGACCAAAGTATGATTGCTGCTCGCGACTTTCACCAAGTCAACGTAGCAGGAGGCAAAGTAACCAAGTCAAGCGAACAAGGTCTGGCAGGCGAAACATACTTTTACCGCAACATACCATCTGTACTTTAGCACCTGTTCCCAAAGGTTCACTACATATCCGATGACAACAAACTCATTGTAATGGATCGGGTTCAAGGAGTAACCTTTTCGCACTTGTTACGAGACAATTGTTTGACCAAAGATAGACTCGTTAAACTCATGCAAACCATTCAACAGTTGCACCTATATAAGCGAAACAATGACCAACAACTTGAAGTCGACGATAATACACTACATGCCAACTATCTGTCCAAGTGTAAAGCAAGATTCGAAAAATACGAAACCTTGTATCAAGACTTGGGCATTGAAACTCAAATTGACACTTTCAAACTTGCCAACCAAATCTTTGATGCACTGAAAACATACGAATCTGAACATCTTGCTCAAAAAGTTGACGTTGTCCATGGAGACCCAGTCCTGAGCAACATACTTCACACATCGGATGGTCGAATCGTCATGATTGACATGCGTGGAAGTTTGGGTTCAGTCTTGACAACTCAAGGTGATGCCTATTACGATTGGGCCAAATTGTATCAGTCCCTGTGCGGTTACGACATTATCTTGTTGGAACACAAAATTTCTGAGAGGCACCTAGAAAAATTGGAGACACTTCAAAAAATATTTTGGAGTCAACTCAAAAATCTTGGAGACCAAAAATTTTTTGAGACTGCACAAAAATGGATTCCTGTTTTGACTTTGTCACTATTGTTTTCTCTGATACCACTTCACTCGAACCGCCAACATCAACAAGAATTTCTGAAACTTGCACAACAAATAAACATGTAATTTTACTTTCAAGGTCATGTACTCGTTATCCATTGTCTGTATCAGCAAATCAAACAAGCCAATCGAAAAAAAGAAACTGTTACGGTTCTCGTTCTGCCAAAGATCGCAAATTCGCGAAACTTCAAGCAGCGAGTAGAGCCGGCATGGGTTGTTCAATTTGAGGAGGGTTGGGGTTTTGTTGCGTTCACAGGGCAGGCAAGACTAAACCGACACCTTTTTTTATAAACATCTTCCCTTCCCTTCCACCATCATGGAGTTTCTTGGAATATGCTGTCTTACCTGTCTCGCGCACAAGGTTGCACACCAGGCTATACATGGTGGAATACACGTGGCCTTGGAGCGTGCCTCACATGAAATGCCCCGTTGGCTACAGCAATGGGAAAACTGGAAGCTGTCGAATTTCAAAACCAAGTTCAGAAATGCAGTCAAGGCAAATGATAGGGCAGCCATTCGTCGCATGATCACTGACGACAATGTTACAATGTGCTTCTTAATCGCCATCGAAGAAGACAATGTTGACATTGCTCGCATGATTTACGAAGAGAATTCGTCAAAATTGAAGAATGCTGTGGTTGACAAGGACACAGTCCGCAGCGCGAGCATGCGATATATGCTCCAGTATCGTAACTTTTCTGTGTGAAAAATATTATGTAATATAACATTGTTTATATTGTTGTTGTTTTGTTTTATACTGTATCTTTATCTCAGCCCGATCGGATCGCGAAAAAAGAGCAGGTCGAGGCTGTGTCGATCCGATCGAGCAATCGCTTCACAAAGCAAAACCCATTAGTTTCACACAGCCTTACTTACTTACCTGCCTACCAATGCCAACCAATATGGCATCACAACCACCCGATACCGGTGATAGGTCTGAGGTCGTGGTCGACGTCGATGCTAACGCCAACGCCAAACACGACACGCTCAAGATATTCAAACTCATTTACCGAAGACCAACCGTAATGATCTGCATGGCCGGTCTTTGCATCATCACTGCACTGGCTTTCGTAGTCACTGCATCATTGATCGTCATCACTTCATCATCATCAGCCCCAACCCCAACCCCGCCACTGTTGTCCAAACAATTCGAATTGTCATCCTCATCTTCTTCTTTGCCTCCAAAGGAAATGAACATCAGTCTCAAAATGCTCATTGCAGCCGGAATCGTACGCATTGCTACCAGCTGCATAAGCGTCGCAGTAGGACTGGTGGTCATTGACATGATTCGAAGCGACGTTATTCATCGCTATCCATCTGGATTCCCCATACTTCTTGTCCGCATTGGTCCATTTCTGCTCTTGTTCGTTTTTTCTGTTGTCGTCGGCTTGGTCATTTACGAATAGTACATGGCCGTCATTCCGTACGAACTCTTGAAAAGCTACATTGAATTTATACAGATCACATTCGGCGCTTTAGTTGGTTCCATCTTAGCTTTGATAATGATGGTCTTGGTACGACGCAGACGAGTATTCGAAGTGCCCGAGAGCGCCCCGGAAGATCTCGTTGCCGCAGCATGCTTCAAAGTGCTCGATGCGCTTGCCTATGTTGTTCGAGGCGACCCTCCGTTCTATGTAACACCATTCGTCATGTTCGTTTCTCACGAAGCCGTGGCGTATACGAAGAATCCCAGATATGAAGAAGCAGTGTTCAACATTGCGATGCGTGCTTCGTTCCATAGATATGAATTCATTAATACTGAAGCGTAGAAAAAGGGAAAATCTTCTCGATAGATAGCCAAAATATTTGATCGTAGAAAAGTCGACATTGTCGAAAGAGGTCACCCGTGTGTCTCTGCCATAACTTACTGCGCTACAAAAGCAGCAATTGTTGCTGGAGAACTCATGTATGCGTTGTATGATATTTTCAATCAGTAGGTGTTGCCTGATGTTTTTACGTAGACGCTTGCTAAGGAGATATTGGACAGGTGTAGTGGACATTGGCATCATCTTAACAAAAACCTTGACGGTAGAAAGTAGCTAAAAGAGTTGCATCGTTCCATGGCCGTCAAAACGATACTTACCTTGATGTGTCTTGCTACGACAGCTAGTATCGCTGCAATGAATGAGTTCATTCCTCATGACTAGGTAGAAGAAAAAATTGTCGAACTCATCAAGACAGAAGTAGCAAAAGATCCTCCTAGATTCTTTGGGGATTGGAAAGGAATTACCAGGACCGCCGCCAAAGTTGCTGCTCATCTTGCTGCATACGAAAAAACAATGTTTGGACCCGAAATGAACCATATTGCGGATAAAATTAGCGAATATGTCTGTGAGAAGTATGTCATTGAACATGTGGCCAGTAATTAGTCTAATGTCAGGAGGGATTTAACTGGACGCCATGGTCCTGTTGTGCAGGAGTTCACAAATTTGGTGACCGAGTATGGACAGCGCCTTAGGGATAAGCCGGACCTAGACAAGCAGGCCTGAAAAAAATAAAAATATTTATGAACACACGCGAAGCAATTTGTTTTATCATGAATATGACTTCAATTTTATTCAACTCTCGCTACACTCAACAATAACCAATTTCACGAATACGGTCTGTAACATTTTGAAATTCTTTGCTTCTGCAAAATGTGTTGCTGTCCCTGTCGACCGAGAATTGAGCAATTACTTTGCATACTCTATAACTGCGAAGTGCGTCCAAGTACAATATGTGAATGTACTATGTAACGGACCAGTGTGACAGAAGCGTGACCAAAATTGCGACAGCGTTGCATAACAGACTTTTGAACAGGAGGTCAAACCTTTGTGACACGAGGATTGAAATGATGGTCAAGAAACCAATGAATGCCCAAAAGAAAAGGCACTATTTTAGAGTCTTGTCGTTGACGAATGGTTCCATGTAGTAGGCAAAGTTGCGTGCCTTGGCATCTAGTTTCATGGCCTTTTCGTAAAAGTTGTCAAACAAGGGTGAAAGTGTCATTGTTACTTCCATATTGTTTGCGTAGATTGCCCAAGGGTTTACGACCAGTTGGACGCTTAGTTTATCAATGGCAGAATCAAAGTGTTGACATTGTTCGACCAAAGTTTCTATCTTTTGTCTGTCGGCAACGGTCCATGGTTGGATATTGTCGTAATTTTGGAGTGATGTTTGCATGGTTGAAGTTGCAAAGTGTGGTGGCCAAATAAAAAAGTTTGTATTTTTGGTTTTGCTCAAAACAAGCAGAAGCCGTTTTTTGATAACAACGCCAAAACAGCCAACAACAAAAACTCTCAACACCCCTTCTTTTCTTTTCGCTCCACTCTTTCATTTTTTCTTCAGACCCCTTTACCTCATGACTGCCACTGCCCATCAGCAAATATCGGCCATTGTCGAAAAATATTTTGCATTTATGCCTGCTCTTGCTAGTCTATTGCCATACGAAACTTGCCAAAATCCGGTCTTTATGATCAACAAACTAGTCGACATGGTATCCGAAGCAGAGAAAAAGCAAGCCGACAAACAAATCAAAGAAGCAGAATCAACTTTGGCCCATCACAATTCTCGTAGCATCGAAGAGTTGGGATTCTTGTTCGACAAAAGCTTTTTGATTACACCTTGCTATCTGCCCAGCAAAGATGTGCATGGTTTCATAAAAGTTTATGGTTATGATAGGCGTCGAGTACCCGAAAGCGAATTGCTGGACTTTCATAGCAGATACAGTCTTCCGTTACAAGACCTGACACTTGCCGATTACAACTTGGGCCAATCTTTTGGTTTCATGATGGCAAACTACTCGCCGACCAATTCCTACATTGTATATCTTGGATGTAAGGATACATAGACGCACGCACTGTTTCCGGTTTAGGCATCTGCATCAAAGGACGACTTGGAAGCGCAAATGTTGGATGGTTTTGGCGATCCCTGGTCAAATCGAATTTGGCTCAATAGGTTCACTTTTGATGTGATTGTATTTTAGTTTGCAGGAGTCCGGAAACCAAACATGGATGGTTTAGGATCGAATTTTGTTTCGAACATGGTCTTGATTGCACAAAGAGGCGGAAAAGCAGTCCTTACCTAGCGCGTCATTTGTAGCAGCGTTGTTTTGGCGCCGGTTCTATAGAACCCAATAGTCCAAGAGCAGCCATTGAAAGTTGTGTAACCTGACCAACCAAAAAATACGCGTAACCAGTAATTTATTTGTACTTTTTTTGCTGGTCGACTTACTTAGTCGGTAGTGTCCATATCAATAGGCACAATAGCATATTCGGGATACATGATCAACAAATCTTCGCAAGTCAGTCTTTCTTCCGGATTGACCACCAGCAGCAATCTGATAATATCACACAATGTTGGACACTGATCCAGTGCAGCCTTGGGTATTTCAAATTTGCCCGTCAAAATTCTCTGCTTTGTTTGGTTAGGTTGCTCGCCTTCCACATAAAATGGCGGTCTACCAACAATGATTCTATAAAGCAATGCTCCCAAACTCCACATGTCGACAGCCTGATCATGTTTCTATTTTCGGACAATTTCAGGAGCCATATAATTTGTTGTCCCGACGGCAGAGTTTCTAAAGTTGGTCTCATTGTCCAATCTTACCGCCAATCCAAAATCTGCCAACTTCAACCTACCTCGTTCGTCGACCAAAAAGTTGTGAGGTTTGATGTCACGATGTATCAGTCCAACCGAGTGCACATAGCATATGCTTGCAAATATGTCCCTCAACCACGGTTTCAACAACTCTTCATGGGGTATGGCATGTCGACACGTTCTAAGATATGATTCCAATGAACCCTGTTCACAGTTTTCCATGATCAAACACAATTGCTCGGAGCCATCCTTGTTATTGACGATCATGGTTTCTTGAAAGCGTATAACATTTGGGTGACAAAGCTGCTTTCCAATTTCGTATTCTCTTTCTATCAAGTATCGATACTTGGACTATGTATGAGTCTTGTATATGATGATTCTTTGTTCCGATGGGATGGCAACTCGATATATTTTTGTGTAGTCATTCTTGTATATTTCTTGTCTCAGAGATGTTTCTGAATTGTTGCTGCTAGTGTTGGTATTATTATCTGACAAGTTCATTATGTTGACGTTGTATGTTCAATGTCCAACACTATAGTTTGTTTTGATAAGCGTGAAAATTGGTTTGATAGATTGACGAATTCGAGTAAGGTTGTTCGGTCGATGTTCAAAGTAACAAAATAAAAATTTGTAACAAGTCCACCTTTCATGTGCGCAGAATAAAATTTGCGTTTGTCAATACAAAGTTATAGTTTCCAATTTTTTTAATTGTCTAGCCAACCATGTCAACCACACAAACGACAAACAATCAAGTAACAACCACAAGTTTCCCCGGGCGCATCGTCAGTCGAACCGGTCCAATCTACCATCCACCCTCTCCCCCACAGACGCGTTATCCAACACATCGTCACGACTACCATCACGGTCCAAGATATCGCCCACATCACAGATACTCGACGGGTTACAACTACTACTATTCGCCCGTAATTGTCCCCAGCGACTTGGTTTTTGTTGATACCGACGTCGTACAGCCCATCATCGTTTAGAAAGAACAAGACGAACAGGGCGAGCACAACACCAATGCACTCGTTGTTGTCGGCGTTGCAACTACCATTGCTGTAGCTGCACTTGCTGTTGCGGGAGGTGTTTTGCTGTACAATAGTAACAAGAATCGACAATAAAAATAACAAAAAACAAGTTCATTTATTGGACATGTTCTTCATATTTTTGATATTGCTCTATCAGGTGTTCCAAAAATAATTCGGCTATAGTAATTGGTGTTCGAGTATGGTCATATTTATCAAGCGACAACTGTCTTGTGTTTGTCTATTCTTCAGAAGGCATATAGAATATCTAAAAACTATGCAAACAAGGCTTGAACTGCATTCTTTCTAAACAAAATGCCAGTCGACCATAGAACGGCGAATCCTTTCTGCAACAAACAAAAACCAAAACGTTAGATTTGTTGATGATTCGATCTATGTAATGTCTAACCTTTTCATTGTTTTTGTACCTATCCGGTGGCTAAAGTGTAAAAACCCATGGTTTGTTGAACCAGCAAAGCGAATGTAAACTAACATCTTCGCATTCCTTTGTAATATAACTGCATATGGGTATCCAGTCTAATGCATGGTCAAACCCAAATTGCTCAATGTCATCATGATGATATGAACTCTAATTGTCCGGCCAATGATGGTTATCGTAGAACATAGACATTTCTGAACTTATTGTATAGTCATTCAATTCTGGCTGAATTCTAAGTAATACTTCAGTTGGTATGCTATGGGTTTTGCTCGGATTGTGATCTTTTTTCGGCATATATACTCTACCCGGCCCGGTATAAAAATGAATTTCATCTTCAAATTGACTACTTCCATCATTTTCATTACTTTTGTTATTGTAATAAGGACAATAGAAACCCCAACCGGTAAAAGGATCTTTTACGTTGCAAGGAACTTTCTTATAGTAGGCTTCTTTGTATGCAATATCATATTCCATCATTCCGTGAAACTATTGAATCAATGACTTAAAAATGTCATGACCATGCTATTCAACAAGTTGCAGTGCTTTTTGACGGCATGCTCTATTGACAAACAAATACGCGTGCAAATGCTCGTTTTGTAGCATGGGCATGATGATGTGACATATAATGTCTATTGGAATGAGATGGTAGTCTTGGTATACCACCATTGTATCGAGTCGTATTCTTTTGGCTGGAGGTTCACCGTTGTCGGTGTCGATGATTTCGGTCATGAAGGGTGTGTGATCGCAAAAAAATATTTTGAAACCGGTCCAAAAAAATATTTTGAGGTTGCAAACTTTGTTGCTGGGTCCAAAAATTTTGTGGCCTCTTTTTATTTTTTTTGGTTTTTGGTGTCAACTGAACATGGTCAATGATTGATTGGGATCTTTAAAGGTCAACACTGCACCCAACTTCCAACTTGTTCCATACCATTGTCGTTCACGCAATAAATATTATGACTCCTGTTTTGCAAATTACTTTCATATCATTCTTTTCTACCTACACTTACTACTATCAATAATGTCATTCGATCAATCTCTTGCTCCCTTTGGTCTTCCTCAGGCCGTGTTGGCAACTGGCGCTCGTAATTTCCACGGTCGCGGTATTGATGGAACGGGTATCAAGATTGCTGTCATTGATACACTTGCCGATCCAAATCATCCCGTGTTGAAAAAGGCCAGCAATGGTGGTTTGAAGTTGAAACAAAAGGCCATGGTTCGAAATGCCGTTATTGCTGACCATGGAACTGCAACTTGTGCGCTTGTTGGTGGATTTGGAGGTGTTGATGTTGCGTATTCAGGTGTTGCTCCGGGCTGTCAGATTATCAATTATGGTGTGTTTACTTATAGTGCATAGGAAGGTGGCTTGATTGGCGATGAAGCTGCAATTGCTTCTGCCATTAGCGATGCATGCACCAGGGAAAGAGTCAACATTATCAATTTGAGTTTGGGCAGCAGTTCACAGTTGAGTCTACTCACCAAACAGATCAGTTTGGCCGTTAGCAAATACAATGTATTGGTTGTTGCAGCTGCGGGTAATGATGGAACAGACGCGATTACTTATCCTGCCGCTCAACCCGAATGTTTGTCTGTTGGTGCAGTTGCCTATGACTTTGAAAATGGTCAACTCCAAAAAACATTGTTTTCCGATACCAACAATTAGGTGGATGTTGTTGGCGTTGGTTAGGATGTTCTTATTGCCAAGACTGGCGGTGGTTTCGAAGTTGGTTCGGGAACATCATTTGCTTCGCCCATTGTTGCCGGTTATGCTGCGCTCAAGTTGCAAGAGTATCAATTAATGAGCAACGGCAGAACATTGGCCATCGAACAACTTCGCTCGGCTGTGTTGGCAGATGCTGTTGATGTTTCTGTTCCAGGAAGAGATGATGCCACGGGTTACGGCTTTGTGACATTGTTTGATGAACCTCCAAAACGCAAGACTATTGGTCTGAATTCGTAAAAATAAATACTACCATTATTGCTTTAGTGTACAAAAGTTATTCAAAATCGACAAGACTATTGTCAAATGTGCCTGAAAGGTCAGTAAGATCCACACTACTGATGCTGCTCTGCTGACTTTGCTGGGTGTTTTCCTCGTCTGACTGAGAAATCTTGGGAACAAACTGGTCTTCTTCTTGGGTTTTCACTGGCTCGTCCGAAACGGTAATGCTTGTAAGATAGCCTGTCCATTTTACGCTAGCGTCCGAGATTGTAAAGGTGCTAGTGTTGAAGTTGATCTAGATTTCGTCAACAAGTTCGTCTTCCTTGAACGGACCAAAATTTGTAACCATAGTACAGATTTTGTATACAATGATGCCATCTTGTGGCCTGTCGACATCCACGTAGTCCTGCATAAAGAAACGGTAAAAGGGCCTCTAGCCAGACATGTCCGGATCGTTATGCAAATTGACAGTGTGACCGTGCTTGGTGTTGGCCGACTCGTCGATGCGGATGCGTTTTTTGGAGCGCTGACTGGTGGGTGAGTTATTCATTTGGTTGGTTGGTTGATGATGTGTGCAAAAAGAAGAAGGGTGCGTAATGTGGGCAAGAAAAAAAGGGTCCGACAAAAAATGAAGGGGCTGGCGAAAAATGTTTTGTTTTGGAAAAGTGTGCTGGCTGGACGTCAAGTTCCTTTTGTTTTGGAACTGGGGCGCCCCTCTGACACTTGACACCTTGCCGATTTGACCCTTCTCATTTTTTTTAAATAAAACCAACATCATCATTCATATTATTTATGACGGCATCAGCAACAATTGCTTTGCTCTTGATTCATCCACCGCCTCAACTGCATAAAAATTGGGTTTTACTCTCACAACACCTGCCTTTTTCTGCTTTGACGTGCTCATAAAAACAAGTTTGGCAGACTTTGGATCTTCGCTATTCTTGGCGCATACAACACCATCAATCTTTTTAGCTAGTTCAGGGAATACATCTTCAAGCGAAGAATCTTCGTATTGTTTTTCATCAACATACTGTGCTTCTGCACTATTGATAACACCTTCTGCTTCCAATTCACACAATGCACTGGTAACATGTGCTCCTATGGACTATTCGAATTCGCCATCTTCGTTTTCATCATCATCGTCCGAAGAATCATTGTCGTCGCTGTCGTAATCAAATTTGTTTCTATGACGGCCATCCCATAGTGGATCGCATATCATTTCCAAGAGATATATGTCACGCTACTTTGTTTCGGCAGGTCCGAATTTGACATCTTGTTCTTCCCCGGGACTATATGCCTATCTGGAATAATTGCCCTCGTCTTTTGCCAACTAAAATACCTGTTCCTTTTTGATGCACTTGATGTGATTCTTGAGAATGTTTTGCTGGGTTCTTTGTTTCACTATGCCCCAAATACGATCATAGTCCTTCTTGGCCTGTTCGCGCTGCTATTTTTTCTGTTGTTTTTTCTGCTGTTTGCTTTGCTTTTTGGATTGCCAGGCTTTGAATTCGGCAAGTTCGGCTTCTTCTTTTGATGATGTTGCTGAAGTTTCGGCGGCTGCGGTGGTTGTGGTATGGGTCATGATGAGTTGGCGTAGAAAAAATGTTGTTTGTATGAAAAATATTCAGCAGCCGAACCAAAAAAACACCAACCCTGCCCTTCTTACTCTGCGCAAACAGCAAACACCTCAAAACAAAAGCAACAACCAACAATATGAGCATCAATCTGCATCACATTATCGATCACATGAGGCACCATCGCGATACTCGTTCCTACAACTGCGGCAAGCACATTGCATCCTGCGTTCACCGTTCAGGCGGCACCAAGCGACACAAGATTTTGAGCACCGAACAGAATTTTGTCGTTGAGCGAGGCGATCCCAGCAATTACAGGCTTCAGTATGGTATCGATGCCTATCCAAAGGACAAGACCGTGGAGGTTCCAAAGCGCACCTGTCATGCCGAAGTTGCTGCCGTGTGCCGTCTGTTGGAACGACGATGCTTTGAAAGACCGCCAAAAGGATAGTGTCTTCAAGGCTGTTGATTTGTTGGTCGTTAGATTTGATGCCAACGGCAATCTGACGGAATCAAAACCCTGTAAAGCCTGCTGTGAATGGCTAAGAAACAGAGCGCACCGATTTGTTAAGAATGTTTTCTGGTCCACGGCAGAAGGTGTTATTTAGGGTTGTCGCCTCGATAAGCTAGACAGTAATTTCAAAACAAGCGGTCAGCGACACAGAAACAAAAAGCGACCAGCACGTTGTACAATAAATAAGTTGTAATGGTTATCCATTTATGGTTACAGATATGCACTATTGAAAAATGGGGTCGTTTCCAAACAGCACGTCGATAACATCATCATACTCCTGCGAGGCACATCTGAGAATGATCACATAAGCACATAAGCACTGGTAAATGACATCACCCGGAATGGTTTTCGTGGCCTCCAAAGTAAGTTGTTTGACTGAGTTGACATCCTTGTCCTTGAAAGCCTGAAGAATTTTGGTAATGACACAGTCAAAGTTGGTTTCCTCTTCTTCTTCTTCGTCATGCTATTTCTGTTTCTAGGAAACATCAGGCCAGACCAAGTGCATCGCAAAGCGACTTACTTTCTTTTGCCCAATGAGACCCATGAATTTCCTCCATTGCTATTCACCCGTGGTATCACTCAGGTGAAATTTGCCGGCATAGCTTGTGAGATACACGGCGGGCTTCTTATCGATATCAAACATGTCCAAATCGTCAACAAAGCCTACATGAGTGTATCCTGCCTTGATAACATCGAATAACGGGGTAAATTTGGTGTTTGCCTAAACGCAGCGGTGAATGGATGTGCCATTGGCGAAAATGTGCTTGATATCGATGGTGACTTGCCTGCCCGAGTTGCCATTGATTTTTTGTTTCTTGCTTTTGGACTTGGTCCGCTTTGCAATGGGTGTGACGGTTTCTTCATCGGATGAGGTGTAATCTTCATCAGAAGTGGTTTCCCCATCGTCACTGCTCTCATCGGTAGACAGGTTGTCGTCCGTAGATTCCATTTCCTCGAATGAGCGCTTGTGTGTTGCTGGCTCGTGGTTGTGGGCCGGTTTGCCAATGATGATTTGTCCTGATTCGATGGTGATTCCAAAGTCCATGGGTTGGTTGTTGGGTGTTGTGATGGGGGTGGCAAAAAGGAAATAAAGAGGAAGGGGGGCTGTGAAGAGAATTGTTTTGTTGTTTTGGAGGCTGAGGTGATCTGGCGCGAAAGCTGATTTTGAAGGGCGAGCAAGGGTGTCAAGTTCCATCAGCGCAGCGAGTTCCACGTGAACAAGAACTCTGTGGGTGTCAACTGTCAGGCGCACTGGACCCCTATTTTTGCCACTCTTCCAGACTCCGTCAGCAAAGCAAACACCCTTCCAAAACAACAAAACAATTCTCTTCGCACACCCTCTCCAACACAACTCTCCGCACAACAACACTTTCAACAACAACTCATGGCCTCATCAGCATCATCAACCATAGACCCCACCGTTCAGCGCATTACCCAAGAATATCCGACGCTCAAGAAACATTTGGATGAGCATGGTTACGTAGTTGTTCGCAATGTCATTAGTCCCCAACAAGCCGCCGAATTTGCTCAAAAATTTTGGGATTGGGTAGAAGCACTGCCCAAGGACAAGGTCAAACATAAGATTGATCGCAACGATCCTGCTACATGGGGAAATCTTATGCACAGTCTCGGTGGCATCATTAAGCGTAAGCACATCATTTTATTTTTTTGTTATGTTGTCAACGCAGATAGCAACTAAATCAAACATGTATTTTTGTAAAATCACAGATTATGGTATCGGACATACACAGATGATGTGGAATTTGAGAGCAGAACCGGGCGTTGCTGCTTTTTATGAACTCTATTGGGGAACCAAAGACTTGCTCACCTCATTCGATGGCGCCAATCTTACAATTCCATCTGAACCGAGCAAAGCCAACAAGTGGAATATGCATACTGATCAGGGACCTTGTTAGGAGCGCCCTATTGAATGCCTCCAAGCAATTGTGAACCTTTTACCTTGCGGTGAAAATGATGGCGGTTTGCGCGTTCTACCCGGCAGTCACAAGAAGCATGCCGAATTTTTCAAGAACAAGGGAACCATGACTGCTGACGAAGCACGCAAATACGACGTCAAGGGCGCACCAAAAACCGCAGCCGATGCCGAAAACTGCACCGAAACTTTCCACTGGACTCAGGCACGCTCCAACTGGTATGTTTTGGACTTGAAGAATAGCTATGATGCCAAATTCGTCAGTCAGTATAGCGTGGATTCTAACGGTCATCGCGGCGTCAAGGTTTGTGTTGAACCGGGCGACATGGTGTTTTTCCATAGCAGACTGTTTCATCAGGCATGGGGTATCGACAATACCAAGAACACAAACCCTTTGGCTCACAGAATGGTAGCTTATATCAGCATGCAACCCCGTTCCATGGCGACTGCCAAAGAAATCGAAACTCGTAAAAAGTATGCTGCTGCCTGCCGTACAACTAGTCATTGGTCCGCACTGGCGCTCTCTGTAAATGCTGAGAAGCCACGCATTTATGGACCTGCTGACCGTCATTGGATTGAAGACTACAACATGTAGCCTGCTCGTCCCCAGTTGACAGAGCGCATGAAGCAGCTTATCGGCTATTTGCCAGGAGAAGAATTGATTCCATGGAATGAAGATGGAAAACTCAGTGGCAAGAAACGTGCTGCGCCTGCGTCCGCAAATCCAGATGGTCAACAGACCTCAATTCAAAAGTTTATCAAGAAACAAAAGTTGTAATATGTACAAAAAAGAGTTTTTTTAATGTTGTATGCCTTGTGCCTGATATTACTGTCCGCTGCTTGCTGTTTGTACTGGTCTTATGGATATATTTCCAAGTCCAGCCATCCTTATCTAAACCACCTAAAGCAGATTACGTCGGTAGTCATCAAAATAGTCATCGTCGTCATCTGAGTCCGAGTCGCTTTCGAGATCGGGCATGTCGTCATATTCATCTTCGTCTGAACTGCTGTTATCAACGAGTGGAGGCGGCAGCGAGTCGTCTTCTTCATCGACTGATTCTTGTGTATGCTATTGGGTTTGACTGTGGGTCCTTGTTTCGATGTTTGTGCTAGGTGTGGGGGTAACATTGTCCAACAACAACGATGCGCGCTGCCTGAAAACGACATTTTCGAGCGCTAAACTGACCATTTTGACGATTTCGAATTTGCCATCGTCAGCCTATTGGGTTTGTGTGGCATCAAAGGTAGGATTTTGAGTTTCGACCATGTTGATATGTTGGTTGGTTGTTGGTGGCAAATGCTAAGCTGAAAAAAGTGGACAAAGAAAAAAGATTTGAGGGGCTAAGAAAAAAATGTTTGTTGGCCAACAGGTATTTTATATTTTCTAATCAATCGCACACATGACCAAGAATGTATCGATTCTGTGATCCCAGCATATTTCCATATTATTGATGTGTGCACAATAGAACCTCAAGTTGCCTTCTGTAATGGGGGAGTATTCGATTCTCAACTTTTCTATTTTGATTTGCAGGCCAAATGTGTTGTCGATATAATCTTCAATCTACTTTATGGCAATTGCTGTACTATTCTCATCGGCAATGTAGTTGCAAGGTTTATATTCTTGTTTCACGAGCCGCAGTGTCTGATTGCCAAACTTTGGTCCCGACTAGTTGGATTGTGACGCAATGTAACTATAGTCAAAGTACAGTCTCTCGTCATTCTTCAACCTACGATTGATCAAGTTTTTCAATGTAGTCTTGTCGAATATGTCAAACATGAAAAACTTGCAGGCACAGTACAAGTTGATAACGTCCTAGACACTTGTTTCAGAAAAGTTTTCGTCCACCACAAAATCGGCACTAATATCTCCCACACGATATACGAGATCCAAAAAGAGTTCAATAGTTTTGTCGTCGAATACTGTTTCAATGTTTTGAATATGGTGATTGCTATCGGGTTCACTGTAAAAATCAAAATATGCCTCGAAATATTTGGCACTATTGACGAGCAGATCCTTGTGAACATTGTACTACTTGTTGTTGATACACATGGTTACATCAAAGTTGAGACCATTGCGATATTGTTCACGTTGGTCGTCTTCGATATCATACCAATGCATTGCGCTGTATTTTCTGAAAGTCAAGTGAGTGAAGCAAAAAAAAGAAATTTGTTTGGCGTTCAAAGTTTGTGGCCAAAACAAAATTTCTGAAAACGACCAACTCAAAAAAAAGTTTGCAGTTGGACATGGCCAACCATTCGATGTTCTAAAGAATCTGCGGATTCAAGAATAAAATTTATTGGTCCAAAGTTTTTGTTGTTCGATTACATAATGCTGTATGCTTCAAACACTCCACTCAGATCATAAGTACGATACTCCTCAAACAGATTCTGAATCATGGCCAACGGATCGGCAAGATTTCCGTTCAACAAAGCCATAACTTCTTCCTTATCTGCACCTTGGTATTCATCTTCGATGGTAGTCAACAACTTTTGAATATCTTCCGAACAGCGTGGATCTTCAGGTTCCAAATCTTCAACCTGTTCGGATAGACCAAAGTCCCAAAGAATTGCCATGAAACCTCCGTGCAGTGGAACGCGATAGTCCTGACCAGCAATATTGTAACCAATGTGTACGAGATTTTGGTTGTTACCATTGTCAATCTTGTGAAGTAATACATTACCGGTATGCAGATCGTTATGAATCATGTTCATGTAGTTTTGCAAGATACGAAGACCAACCAAAACCTAGAAAATTACGGACATGAGCGATTCTTTTGTGCCGATAACACCCTTGAGTAACATGGTTCTCAAATCTGCATGCATGAGTTCACTAATCACGATGATGCAAGACTTTTTGGTGGGCAACTGGACTTGATTTCTTTCGAGCAAAGAGTCGAGCGCTTGTTCGGCAACATTTTCGTCTTCAATATCGGAATCTTCTTGAACATATTGCTTGTAAACGTTGGCATGATATTGTTTGACAAAACTGAGTTTGCTCGACAGGTCATGTGGAACAGCGTATTGCTTCTCAAATCTGGGGTTGTGATAGTGGCATTCCCTACAAACCATATACGAATACATGAATGGCAAATGAGGCAATCTTTGACGCTAAATAAGTTTTCTCATCATGTCCATAAATCTAACTTCATTCCACACGGGTGCCGAATTGTCATCGGCGGCATTGTAGTCAAGAGGAATTAACTTGATCGCAAGTGGCAAACACGAACCCATATCGTCTAAGCAAGCTTTGTACGCTTCACCCGCTCCGCTGTCCGATCCAATCCTATTCATTACAGTCAATACTTTTACGAGATCGTCCTTGCAGGGTTTAAGCTGGAACTACATGGCCAACAACTCGGACATTACCTAAGTCATGACACCAATACGATCATTGAGCGTCAAAGCAGCCCATTCAATGTGACCATCGCGTTTCCAGATGGAGTTTCTATAATCAAATTTTGGAAAGCAAGGTTTTCCGGGTTTGCAAACCTAATTCTGAGCAAACATTGTTCTAAAAGTATTCTCTTTTCTTGAATGAGTTTTCTTTTTGTCAACATTTTTGTTGGAGATCATCTTTACAGATTTGTTGACAGCCAAAACAAAAAAAATATTTATTCGACAACTTCAATTTGGTTATCAGAAACAGAAAACGTATCACCGGTTCCAACGAACAAACATGCATCCAACATTGTAGATATTCATCATTGTTCTTTTGGTTGTTTCATTCATAAGCCAACATGTTCATGCAGTATGCATATGTACTGATGAAGACTACTCCGTTCCCTGTCCATGCAATGATTTTGAATCGTATCAACAATGTAATACGGCCAAAATGGAATATAGGCGAATGATTTCGGATACATTGACGTATGCGTCAAGCATTGGCTCCACACCAACTGATCTTCTCAAGATTGCGACCGCTCTAGAGACAGATTTACCCACCATAGACTGTTCTCGGTTAGCGTGTTGGATTCCTGCTCCTTGGATATTTTACTATTGTGAATCCAAAAATCTGATTCAGCAATGCATGTTGGCCAAATCTCAAGTGGATAATTACAAAACCAAAGTTGCTGCCAACATCAGCAATCCATTGGTTGGCGAACGACTCAAGATAACTAATGTCAATATCAACTGTTTCGAGCAACTGAAAAATAGCGTCAATGTTGCCAGAAATTTAGTCGGCACAACATTATTTGTTACTATTGTAATTTTGATGATGTTATAAACAAGTTTATTTTTGCTTGAATTCTTCTTGTTCATCATGCCACTGTAACCAAAACAGAGCAGCCTTGGATGGATTCATGGTTACATATCGTCTTACGGGTTCAATGACCAACTCGTCAAACATTTTCCTTTCTTCAACGGTCGCTCTCTTTGCAGGATATACTAGTTTGATGAGTTCCTTGAACATGTGATGGCCGCAACCTTCAGTGGACAATGAACGGTATTCTCTTCTACACAATTCCATGATTGCATAGCGAACCATCAAATATCTGTTCAAATATTGTTTCTGCTCCGTCACCAACTTGCAAAATTCTTCAAAGTACGCATTGTCAACACCCAACTTTGGTACAGCAACCAAGAAACTATTATGAATAAACATGATGGCTGCTCTTCTTATCCAATGTAAATCGTTTTCCTACAGTGGTCCTTTGAGCGCCTCCAACATGTAACGTATCCTAGTGCCGTTCATACTGCGATCTGACACATATCTCATATCTTCGTCTATCCAATCGCCAGTAAATACAAAATAATCGCCACTGAATATGATATCAAATAACGTAACATTGGGATTCTTGAATCTGATTCTTGTAGTGCATCTATAGAATATACTATAATCATGCCACAGTATCAATCCTGAAGGACAGTGCCTTTTCCATGTTGATGCAGAAAGCGACTCTTTTACGACTGTCAGTAATATATCGTCAACATTTCTGGATTTTCTAGTGATTTCTACATGTCTCAAAGTCGACAATATATCTACAACTTCTTCAACTGAACGAGTAGTATCCATAACATCACAGTAGTCTGCAATGGTATCTTCATTCCAAGCCATTTCCCATGAAGTCGGTCCAGGAGAATCTCTGAAACAGTTGAAACAATCCCAACTGCTGTCAAAGGCATCTGCATACAAGATGGGAAATGTTTTGGCAATCAAATCTAGTGATTCTACATGAACGGTCCTAACGTGTCGCACAGAATCCAAGTCGTGTTCTTTGCCGTAGATGTGTTCGAGTGTTCTGCGCGTTAGATGGTCTATCAATTCAAATATTTTGTCTTGTTCCAATGATTTCAGCATATTCGGACAAGGTGTAATATCTGTGTATACCTTTGCCATGAGTCAAAAGATACGAACGGCTTCTTCTTTTACTTCCAGATTCTGGTCCAATAAGCCTGCTCCAAATAGTTTGTCAAGAACACTTGCCAATTTGTATGTTATGATGCGCTACATATCATCCTGTGCCGACTGTTGTTCTTTTTGTTTCTTTGTTGGTTTGACTATAGTGGCCTGGTCTTTGCATTTTTTTAACAAGGCTTTGATGTTTTGCTTCGAAAAGATTGCAACATTGATATTCATCAAATCATGATCCGAAAGTTTGGACACATCAAAATTGAACCAAAAGTTTTTGTCAGTTGGACAAGTCCAAAAATTTGACTCTAAAGAGTCCGCAATGGCAGTTTCGGCAGCGAATTGATTTTCAGGGTTCATGTTATAGCGATGCTTACGAATAAAAAAGTTTGTTGTAGCTTCCGACCAGTGAAAACAATGAGAAAAAACAAAAGTTGATTGTTCAAATATACTCTGCGTTTTATGCGATAATATTATTTACTTGTTACTAGCTTTCACTTTCAGATACACGTTCAAGCGAACTGAACATTGTAAACAGGGCTACCAACCGTATAACTTCCATGCAACTTGAGTCCCTTTACAACGGGTTCCTTCTTGCCCAACAGATCCAAACGACTGGCGCCCTTCTTACCCTTGACCTTTTCGACATCGGTAACAGAAGCCTCGGCCGAGTAGAATGCACGAATCTTGGCAGCGAGATCACCCTTGGTCTTGCAACCGGTGCACTTGCTGACGTGAATACCGAGGTCCTTGCCCTTGTAGAAACGAATACGGAAGTCACGAATGCTCAAAGGTGCAGAATTCCACTTGTTGATGGTTTCGGTAGTTGCACGCTTGCCCAACACAAATTCTTCGCCAACAAATCTGACCAAATTCTGGGGAGTAACAGCAACCTTCTTGACAGCAGTGGTAGTCGACTTCTTGGCAACAGTCTTCTTGGCGGCAACCTTGGTCTTTGATGCAGCAGCGACAGTCTTCTTGGTCTTGGCAACCTTGCTAACCTTGGCCTTGGTGGCAACTGGCTTTTTGGCAGGTGCTTTGGCGGCTCTGGTGGCAGTAGACTTTGACTTGGGAGCGACGGCTTTCTTTGCGGCGGGCATTTTTTTGTTTTTTTTTGTTGGTTGGTTAGTTGTTTCCGAGAGAGAAGAATTGTTTTGTTTGTTGAAACAGACTTGAGAAAAAAGTTGTTGTGTGATCTTTTTTTTAATGGTCAACCACCAAAGTTGTCGTTTGATGAAAATCTATTTTGTTTACACTTTATTCGCTTGTTCCAAACTTTTGTGCACCGTAGCAGACAATTTATTGTCAAATGGTCGACCACGTTCGACTGCAGCCGTCGCGTCATTTATGGATCTGGTCAAATTATCATGTGCCTCGACAAACTTCGAATAGGAATTGGAAACGACCAACCTCGTATAAGTATCAAAAATATTGCCCATGACCACCGCTTCGATCTGGTCAAAGATATTGTCATCCAAATGATCATCGGGTTTTGCCGCGTCTACGATCCTAATGGCCTCATTTTCCAACGCCAATGTACAGTTAATCTTCATCGTAGCATGCGGCCGTAAAAAGTCATTACAAATACGCTTCGCAATCATGTATCGCGCATGACCATAGGTTACATTCTTGAAAAACTTGACTTCACGCCAAAACAGCAAGTTTTCGACCGAGAACTCCTTTTGCGCATAAGCACAGAACAGCTAAAAGAACATGTCCCATTTGAGCGCCTCTCGAAGGTTTTCCTCATTGATGCCATTTTTGTGCAGCGCAGTAAACGACCGAGAATGCTCGCTAGGTAGTTCGATGGGTTTGGATTGAAGACCAGCGGATCGCTGTGGGCTGCCAAGAGTCAAATTGCGTGGCATTGCTAGCTACAGCGTATTGTTCAGCTGCTGCTCCAAAAGCATCTTTCCATCTTCACCTCTTTTGGATTTGCGATACTATTCTATGATTGCCAGCAGTATGGATATGCCCGGCACGCACAACAAGTTGGGAATCATGTAGCCAAAGACCAGCACCAAGGTAAATATCCAAGTGTTGTTGGCAACCCAATCCTAGGGTATTGTCCAAGGACTGACAACGATTGACAGCACAAAGTAAAATACATTCACCACTATGATGGCTACATGTTCCAAACGAAAACGCAGTGGATCTTCGTGAATGAAATATTCAACGGGCAGCATATACAATTGCTTCCATTGCTTTCCACGATAACGCACGCGAAGAAACAGACCCACGTCAACTGCTATACTAACTACATATGCTACAAGTGTAAACAAGGCATACGCAATCAAGAAGCACGATGCTACGGTTCTGAATCGATCGTTGCACTGGATGTGTGATGTCGATGCAGTAATAGCTTCTGTAACAATCATGGCAATGAGCCACACGATCAGACAAATTATTGTCCCAAATATGGATGCTCTCGTCGACATGATGATTCGTAGTCGAGAAATGGTTTTCTGATATTTGTGCTTCCTGGGCGATATTTCAGGCTATTGCTACTGTTGCTACGAGATAATATCCAATATGGGCGCAGCATTGACGGGGCTACCGGTTGCCGAAGACGACTGCGTATTGGGTGCAGTATTACCCTAGTGTTGCTCCGGCTATACAGACTACGATGATAGTTGCGACAACTATGACAGTTCAAAATTTCCAGCAATGGGAGTGGCCGATCCAGAAGTCGCAAAGTCGCTTAAATTGCCATCGCTTTGAGTAAAACGACCCAGATGAGGCACACTAGACATGCTCTTTCGTACATTCTTCATTCTTTCTTCGTGGTACTTTTTGCTGCCATACTTGTACGACATTGTCTGTACTCTGCGCTTGATAATATACTACATCATGTGTATGACTTGTACTGCAAATAACAAGTATACCATGGGATTCATGACAAAGTAGTCAACGTAGCAAAAGAGCCATCTCGAAACATTGGATGGTATGGGCGCCAGTTCAATAAGCATGATGACGCTCATGATAAATTTGAAAATGATGGAAATGTATGGTACGTAGCGTCGAGACATGGTCATGCGCTGTTTGTGTCGAAATTTAAAATACAGCAGCAATACCAACTGACTTATGCAAATAATCATTACCAATGCATAGCATATTGGATCAATCCAGTATCGATGATTCATGGTGGGTGGGCGTAGGTGGTTAAGTTTGGTTGAGGCAGGCAATAATAGCTAGTAGTTTGTTTTCCTAACAGAACAGAGATAATTGGACCGGACGACAGCAAACAAGCGGGCGATAAAAAAAGTTGCGCTGACCCCCCTGTGAAAAAAATGGTTGGTTCACGAACAAGGACGACATGCACAACAAAATTTTGCACACCATGAAAACAAAATACCCATCTCCGTCGCTTACACAAAAATTTTTAACCCCTCTTTCACACATCACACACCCCTTCTCTTTCTCACACGGATGAAAACAAGGAAATTTATTTTACTCCTTGCATTACTGCTACTACTACTCTTGGCTAGCGTTACCACATTTATCGGCCACGTCAATGCCGACGCTTTCGATTTGACCACCAATCCCTGCGGTTGGATGCAAAGTCAGGAAGCAGCTTCAGAAAATTTGTTGGGCGCTCCAACACCCATCTTCCAAGGGCGCATCGATACTGCCACCAACCATGTCATTATGGACATTACATTTGCCAAAGGTCACAATATTACCAATAGGGCCAGTTTGGAATCCGTATACGACCCATGTTCCAACACTAGCACATCCACTAGCACATCGTGGACTGTCTCTGCAGAAACAGATTGCACCATTACTTTGACCCTTAGTCGCACGCTACAAGAGCACGTTAATGACCCCAATGTGCAGCGCGTATACAGTGGAGGCGACTACTTCCAACTTACCGCCAACATGTACGCTTTTTACATGTTTCCATCAGAATCCGCCGATCCCACCTGCCGCTTTGTTAGATTTACTTCACAATATGTCATCCAAGCATTCTTGATTGGTGACAGTTATGCCAATTTTGAATCGAGCACAGTTTCCGTTGCTACCGTTCGCCAAGATCGCATTTATGTGCAGTCGACGGGCGAGTTAGGCCTTTAGGCAACCATTACAATGCTCAAACCGGGCGCCAAACTGTCCAACTGGGATTTTGTTGGCTCTACACCAGATGGAACCATTAGTTTTGCCGTTCAAAATGTTTAGGAAACCTGCAGTAATGTTTGTCGCTATGCACTCACTACTCAAACCGTTGGTGCACATACCGACTACACAGGAGTGTATACTTTTGGCGCAATGTATAGCAACCCTAGCGAAAATCAGGCAAGTATCCCCGTACAGATTGTATTCTCGCTGTAGTATTCGCTTCCTGTTCCTCCAACAATTTCTACCTTGAACATTACCACGTAGATTACCACCTACGATACCGGTTTTAGCGCGGCCAAGACTCAGTTCCAAACTACGGACGATGTTTGGGTGTTGGATGCGATTGTTCCCTCGTTGACGCTCAGTGACCGTCGTCTTTCGATCAATAATGCATATCTCTGTTGCATGAAAGGTCGTCAAGCAATGCCTGTTTACGTTCCTGGAGACCCTTCCAAACCTGGATGTACTGCCAACAATCCCGATATCATGGCCAATTGGGCTCAACTCGTCAATAATGGTGTTCCGTTGGCTGCTCAGTATGCGGTTCAGAATCGCCAACTGGCTTTTGTCAATGACAAGACCGGTATTTCCTTTTCTGCCATGGCGCTCAGTTCCCAGACCTATCCTTCTTAGCTGTGCTATCTCCATGTACAGGCAATATTTGTTCCCGTGGTTGCTCCCGACCAGCAGGATGTTGAAACAATGTCAGGAAAGAACAAGATGTTGGCCGCGGCAGCATTGGACAATCAAAGACAATTGGATGTTGTTGGGTTCAGTCCGTTCCAAATCATTAGCGTCATTTCGGGTCTGACCATCAATTCTGCACAATGTAGTTTTAGTTTTGGTGCTGGCAAATTGTTGTTTTTGGTTGCGACAGTTGTTATGGCTACTATGCTTTTGTAATAAACTTTGTACGGAAGTAACATTTATATCATTGAAAAATTGCTTTACTTTTATGTTTTACTTATTGACCAGTTTACTTCATATTCTCATAATCCTAAACACTTCTGGAACTTGTATAAACTGTAACATTCAAACCGTTGCCAGATGATTGTTTGGGCTTAATGATGAGCGCTTCAGGGAAACCCTAAACTGCACCAACGATTTGATTCACCTGGTCATCAGCGGCCATGGCTTGTAACTCATTGCCTTCTATCGCAACCAACATGAGATTTGCATTGCCCGACTAACCAGCAGCCTTGTAGTTTGGAAAGGCAAGCGTGCAGAAGAAACATGTTTTCGAAAAGACCAAGAGTCCGAATGGCCTATCGGATTTAACAGACTCTGCAATGATACCTTTCAATCCTTCCTTGTTGACATATAGGAATGTATTCTTTTCACCCCGAGCAAATTGTTCGACGGCATCTGTTGCATCCAAGGGTTTGCCGTAAATGTCCGTTCCTTTCTTGTTGTCTCGGGTAACCATTGAAACCAGATTTTCATAGTGTCGTTGAACATGAGGGTTACATCTGAGTTTTCGATACAATATGGTTAATGCAATAATCAAAACCAACAGACCAACGACCAGAAGTAACAGTTTGTTTTCTGAAATAAATTCGACCAAGTTGGTTTTGAAGTCGTTCATATTTTTTTTCTGATGCTCTCTCGGCCGAATTCTATTTTTTGTTTATTTGAACGGAGATATTTTTCGACCACTTGAAAACAAAAAAACTGTCTGCGGCCAAAAAAATATCTATACATTACTTCTTGAATGAACCCAAACATCAATACCGACAACTATAACGATCCTCGTTCCAAAAAGAACCTCGGGCCCGTCTGGCATGTCATGCATCTGTTCGCAGCCGACTATCCATCAAACCCGTCCACGGAAGATAAACAACGTTACAAACAATTTTATGAGTCCATAGGTTACGTACTGAACTGCAAGGATGAGTGCGGTGCTCATTACAGATAGATGTTCTACCACGATTTGCCCTACGATGAAAACAATCCATTCGAGTGGACGGTCAAGGCACACAACATGGTCAATCGTCGCATTGGTAAATCGGAAGTCAGTCTGGAAGATGCCAAGTGCATGTATGGTGTCAATAAGCATCAAGCATCGGGTAACAAGTGTGGTGCGATGAATGTTGTTGTTGACAATGGTAGTAGTGGCAAGAAACGTAACCCTGCTTCTGTTGCCTCTGTTACCACATCTATGCTTACGTTGGTTTTGTTGGCAGTGCTGGTTGTGCTGATTGTCAAATTTACCATCAAAATGCGCAACAAATAAACCTGTGGAAGCCCCTTCCCAATTCCCTTCTTTACCTAACCTCCAAACAAGCAGCGGAAAAGTACGGAATGGCGTAAAAAAATGTTTTGTGTGGTCAACCTTGTTGCACATCATACATCCAACAAAAAAGTGGGACAGATAGAAAAAGTAATATTATTTGCATACATTACAATCAACCAACCAACCAACCCATACATCAAGTCAAATATGAACCCCAAATATTTTGGACCCTTTTTCTGGGCATTCATGTACGAAGCTGCGGCCAGTGCTTCATTGTATGTGTATCCTAACAGACGACTCTATCTTGAATTCGTTCAGCTTCTCAGAAAGTTTGTCAAGGACGGTCTTAGACACATTCTGTTCTGCATCCACTGTCGCAAGTCGATTCGTGGCTATGCCGTTCAGCCCCAGCTTGACGACATGGTTTCTTCCGACGAAAAACTGTTGGCCGATTCCTTGCTGCCCATGAAGTATGTCCATGCATTGCGCAATACGGTCAATAACAAACTCCACAATCAGTCGTTAGAAGAAGCCATCAAGATCAATGCCCAAAAGGACGCCCAAGAAATCATGTCCAAGTTACACGTGACCGTTAGCGACACAGAGGCAAGCAAGATAATTCAACAAGGTGTCAGCGATGCAATCAAACATGGTTGTGACTCATATGTTCAACACTGGAATCAAAACTTATCTTTCGAAGAATTCAAGGAACGTGCCGAAAAATGGACAACCTTTATCGATGCCGAACAGATTTGGGACCTGCTATGTCTGATTGCATTCCACTATCCCCAAGACACCGAATGTGAAAACCCCAACCCAGACGATTTTAATCCCGGAGAAGATCCCAAAGTTGTCATGCAACAGAGACGTGTAGTCTACCGTGAAGCACTACTCAACTGGATTCCCATGCTCGCAATTCATTTCCGTTCAGCATCTGTTCGCAGTGTTGCCCAGTTTATTGTAGACAGGTTTGCAGAATTCCCGAACTCTGTGTGGAAACATGGTAGTGTTTAGGCTGCCGTTTTGTAGGCACGTGAAGAATGGGAATAGTCGCTCGGCAAGTGCAGAAGAAATGTCATTGTTAGCGCAAAGGAGAAGAAACACAACAAGAAGCAGGATGAAAATGTTGTTACGAACGCTATTTTGAAGGCGCTTCGAAAAATGTAAAAAAAAGAATGGTTTTTTGAAGTTTTCATTATTTCTGTCATGAACTAAACGTTGCCAAGTTGGTTCAATGGTCAGTGAAGCGTGATAAATCATTGCCAACTAGCGAAGCAAGTAAACCAAAAAATATCACGTCACAGCAAAAACTTTTTCATTCATTCAGTGCCCACATCCAAACAAAACAACAACAACATACCATGGATGCACTACAACAATAGCAGCAAAAACAACACAGTGCCGTTCAAAATGTCAAACAATACATCAACACTGCGCAAGCGTGGCCATTACGTACTTGGCTACGAAACAATCACATGTGCATAGCCACGCAGACAGACAAGCATGGCAATCCGCAAAACAATCTGCCCTATACACACCTGCTAATGTGTGGTCAATTAAAGGGCATCATTCGCGTGCCAGACGACAAAAACCAAGAATTTCTCAAGATTTATGCCCAAGATGCCGAAAATGGTGTCGTACAGTTTATTTCCGAACAACGAACAGAAGTTTTCAAGGAACACTTTGACTTGGATCTCAAAACACTGAGCAAAGATGGACCTGTTTCACTGGATACCATCACGTGCTACGTCAAGGAAATCCAAAAAGTGATTGCCAGATTCTATCCCAACTGGCACAGACAGAATGCCGAATATTTTTTGGAAGCAATCGTTGCAGTTGCCGAACCCAAAGAAGAAATCGAAAAGGTGCCGCTGTCATTTTCCGATTCTGCACTCGACCTGTCACACTAGACAGCTGCGGGAGATGGTGAAGTTAATAGCGATAGTAGCGGTAACAGCACCGAAACAACGACGACTGTAGGTGAAGCATCGTCGTCGTCCCAAAAATAGGTTGTCGAACAAGTTATTGTAACCGAACAAGATGGAACCGTTGTTCCCATGATGGAAATTCACGTCATCAAGACAGGTGTTCATGTTCATTTCCCCTACCTCAAAGTGAATGCTCACTATGCACGCATGATCCGTGAAGCAGTTGTCTCTCACTTTTACAATGTATTTGGCAGGAGGCCAGAATGGAATTCGTGGGAAACAGTCATTGATGAACACATTTACATTACGTCGGGTATTCGTATGCTGTACTCTAACAAGGCCAAAAAGTGTCCCCAATGTAAAAACGTCGAACTGCGCAGACAGAATTGTGACTATTGTAACACATATGGCAAGATCGACGAAGGCAGACCCTACTTGCCGAAACTCGTACTGGGTGGAAACGGAGAACCCTGCAAGGATAAGTTTGACCATTTGTCCAGTGACAAAGTTTGGGCCGTCAAATGCACTTCGATCAGATGCGGTGAAAGTGAAAACCTGACTCCCGGTTGGACAGCATTCGAAGGTGCTCCCATGTATGCGCCCGTTGTAGCAACCAAATAGACCGGTAGAAGACGCGGCGCTCGTGCGGGTGAAGATGATAATGATGATGGGAGAACGCATACGGTTACCGAATTCAAGGAAGATGCAAAGGGCATGTCGCACGTTGGCAGGAATAAGGTTGAGGTTTCGTCGACAAATCCCATTTATGATGAACTCGTGGCCATTATTCGCACAAGAGTCAATCCACATTATGCTCGTATTGTTCCAAGCAAGCTGTTTAGAAATGCTGATTCGACATACTATTGGATGACGGTCAAGGGTGAAGGTAGCAACTATTGTATGAACAAGCAAGGTGATCACAACAACAATAGAATTTACTTTTACATTACTTAGGATGGCATCCATCAAAAGTGTTGGTGCACATGTCCGGTCAAGAGAAAGTTTGGAAACTGCGAATGCAAACATTTCAAGTCGAAACCTGAACCCATCAATGAGAATCTCAAGAAACGCTTGTTTAGATTGCAAGTTGGCGGCGGTGGAGGTGATGTCAACAATTTTATGGTCAATGAGAATGTGATGAATGGCAATGATGCACATGTTGCAAGATTACATTAGTCCCATGAAGTGATGGAGGAGTTGTGCATGTCATGGATGTCTGTTGGAGCAGCTATTCTTGGTCAGTCTTCGTCTGCTTCTGCTTCTTCAAGGACTACTACTAGGTCTCCGCGTTCTTCTTCTCGTTAGTCAACATAGGCAGGTGTAAGAAAGCCCAGAAAGACTAGTTAGGCATAGGCCAAGGCTGGTTAGAAGACTTAGACGTTGAGTTCTGTAATGCGCAAATAGCAGACAACTGTGATTTAGCATCAGTATAGTGACGATGAGAGTGATGGCAATAGGAGATAGGATATGATGGCAGATGAGGATGAACCTTCTGAACAATACGATAGTGCTTGATACTTTTATGTTTTTTTTGGTTGTAACGCACTAAACGGAAAATACAAAACCAACTTTTTTTGCTAATTTGATTCATCCGTTTGCCCAAACACTTTTCTTCATAACAAAAAAAACTCGCAACAACTTCGATGCAACACGAATCACCCCAGTAGCTTGTAACATCCTTGTTGACCAACCATTCTCGCAGATGTGCACATGGTGCTCCAGCAGCAGCCGTTGCGTCGACACGTATCAAATGTTTGGAGTATCTCGCAAGATTTTTACAACAACAACAATAGCCGGTAGTTTCGACTACAACCGGTTCTTCTGAACTAGCTACCGCACGATCTTTTGATCAAAATGGTTGGCCACGTCCAACAGCAACAAGACAACCGAATGCTTTGGAAATTGAAGAATGCATCTACATTTATTCGAAGGGCAAGCTTCCCATTTACAAGGACAAGTTTTCGCAAGTCGCTTTTAACCTTGCCAACAACCCGAGCCACTTGTTACCCATAGCTGCAACGGATGCAATGCAACTTGTTTGTATGAACGATTCAAAGTACGCTCATGGTACTCAGATCGAACAGGAAAGAAGCAACTTCCATGAAAAGGTAAAATTGGCAAGAGAGTCGCTCAAGAATGCACAAGAATTCGTCTTTGTTCAGGAAAAGTCTACCAAGGCACTTATTCGATGCGCCAACTGTGGAAGTGATGACATTTATTCCGATAGTAAGCAGACGGCTGGTGCAGATGAACCTGCAACCAACTTTTGTACTTGCAACAAGTGTGGTAAGAGATGGAAGATGAGGTGAACATTGTATATAAAGCATTTAGACTATGTTTATTTCGAATATGGTGTTGTCAGTTTTTTGGGGACAGGTATTGTTGGACTGATACAAAATTTTTTGAGGTCCCCAAAAATATTTTTGAGAGGTCCAAGTTTTTGAAAGTTGCCAGCATTCGCAACAAAGTAAAAATTTTTCGGACCAGTTGCAAACCAAACTCTCAAAAATATTTTTGGACCCAACTCAAATTTTTTTGGCAACAAACTTTTTTTTGGACATTGAACAAACTTTCAAATGACCACCAAGATTCAAAAACCTGAACACAAGCAAAAAAATCGACACCTCAAACTTTCTGACATACTATCGAGAACAAACACAAGTGAACCCCTCATCAAAAAGTGTGCATGGGTATGGACATGTGATGACAAATTGGAATATCATCATTTGTGTGACGGTTAGATGCTTCGGTCCTTAACAACACTTGACACAAACAACAAGGCATGGTATTCTTCGTTCACTTGGGATGGAAAACATGGTTGCGTTGAATTGTATCTTGTTTGTAGAAATGTTATCAACAACAATATCCAAAAACCTGAATCTTTGTCTGCTCGATACAATGCTCCACTTCTCAAAAGCAACTTGCAAAAGGCAATGCGCAAAAAGAATGCAGAAGTTGCTTTGGCTACCGTACATCAACTTTGGCACTAGGACCACGAATCAAGGTTGGAACTATTACGCCGTCTGCTAATCATTGCAGTTGAAGATTGCGAACCCATGGTAGCTTCAACAGACTTGCCCAAAATTGTGTGGCTCATGTGTGCAGCTTCAAAAGGTTTCTAGATTTAGCCCTGTCATTTTGAATATGTTGCTCGTGCAGTCAAAGATTTGGTTTTGAGTGATAATTGTTACAGATACAATGCTGTCAAGTTGAATGATGTAGTCTTGGATTCTGTAGAGAAACATCGAAAGTGTATTCAAGAAGCCACAAACGATCAATGTAGACAAATGTTGATTGCTCTTTCTGTAAGAATTGCATTTGGAGGCACTTTGGGAGATAGAAAGTTGTTGCACTCATATTGGAATTACATGTTGACTGCAACAGATACTAATTTATTGTGCGACTAGCCTGTACAACATACCACAACGATAGAGGTTCCTCACTTCCAACCCAAACACATGCTCTTGGAAGCAGTCGATTTCCATTGTACAGCTATATTGACAAGGTTGCGTGACAGAATGCCTTAGTTGCCGCCAGAATCAGAAATGCGAGGTATCATGTGGACCTATCGCAGTTCACCCAATGTCCGACACAACAAGTAGCTGACCGACGAACCCACAGCCGCACCTGCAACTTGGTGGACCGACGAGCAATTCCAAAATTTGCTTAGGGACTAGTCCGTTGACATTTGGAACAAGGCTACAACGCTGATCGAATAAACTATTTTTTGAGTATTTACTCTATTTCGATATACTCGCGTGTATATTCGGAATTATTCGATGCTATTGCAGTACGCACAATCTACTAAACCATCACAAAAGGACAGATGATTCCAGATACCATGCCAAATAAATCCAAGATGCAAATCCAATAGTCAATACTTTGAGGCACCGCATGTTCCGTTGGTTTCACTCTGACATCCATCATCAAAAACAGATGATTTGTGGCAACAATGCAAGTAATAATTGATGCTATAGCAAATATAATAGCAACAACAAGACCATCGTATGCTTTGGGTTTCCATTTCCATGTCGTCGATAGCTATTGTTGTCCCACGATATTGTTGTAATCATTTGGCGACACTCGATTTGTAATGATGAGAGGCATTTCTATTTGTTGTGACTATTCAATGTCAACTACATCGGCAGCGGCTTTGTGCGACTCTACAACAGACGCAGAAGCAGCAGGAACAGGAACAACAATCTATTCTCTGATCCAAAAGCAACGTCTACATGCTACGTAAATAAGTGACAAACTAATACAAAATGCCAAACAAACAGAGTATGTAATGATGCTGGCAAGTGTTTCGACAAACATGTGTTGGTTAGGGTTTTTTTTGACGTTGATCAAAGGGTGTGCGGAGGGTAAGCAAATTTTTTTGTTTGGCAGGGGCACAAAGCTAGAAGGCTACCAAACAAACAACTTTATAATCGGTATATGATGCCTGCAAATAAAATCGTGTATTCAACAACTTTTGCATGATCTATACTTCGCACTGTATTGGATGCCTCAGAAGTATTGCGAGATCTATATCCCTTCGCGACCTTGAGCAACAACAAACCCCTACCTAACCAACATCCCATCTGTCCCCTCTTCTCACATGGTGCATCCACTATTCGACTTGGAACCCAAATAGGTTCTGCTTACGCAGTTGACTGAATTTTTGCACAGTGACTATGATGATGTGCAAGAATGGGTCACGTTGCCACACATCCACAATAATCTGAGCGTTGACCAAAAGCAGCTTCTTGAGCATTATGGTATTAATGTTTCGGACGAAGATCCGTTTACAGTTACGGTTACGCCTGAAGAATCTATTAGATCTTACGGTGGCAGTAGTATTGGCACGGGCTCGGCTTATCCAAGCGGCGGACCTCGATCGAATACGCACTCAAGGGCAAAGTATGGCAAAAGAAGCAACAGAGAGAGGAACAACATAAATGAAAGCGTGGTAACAGGTCTCATAGGCTCATCCAGTGCTGCAACCGGTTCTATGATTGGCATGTTCATTGGTGCAGGAGGTGGTCCTGTTGGAGTCATTGCAGGCGGAGCGATTGGTGCTGCGATTGGAGGCATAGTTGGTACAGCTGTGAGTGTTATTGGTCACCAACAAAGATGAAGTTTTATGTCCCATCCGCTATCGCAAATGAAGTGTATATATTTATTTTACATAATACGGCCATACGTTGGTGAACATGCTATTTACCAAACATTTGCAACATATACGATCTTCTCTTTCGCCCTTGACGCCATCGCGATATGTAAACATGATCGTATCCAATACGTTATCGCCAAGTAATCTCCATAAAGTCGTGGATATGCTGATGCTATCATATTTCATACGCAATTCGTATTCTGCTTTGTCGTCAGGACAGGTCAAGACTATTTTTACCATGCCGCCATATGAATCACTATTACCTACAATCCATTCGTCATCCTGAACAAGTGGTATTTTGAGCCATTTGTCGTCATCCTAATACTGAGAATCAAAAGCGAGCACATAATTACTATATCTGCTCATTTGTAATTTGATTAGTTGCGCAGTTTGTTCAAGAGGGACGAGTTTTCCATGTTTGAACAATTTGACTCTAAGTTTGCGAATCAATATGCTGTATGGCAAATCAGTAACGCAATTTTTGCTGTCAAGTTTTATGATTTCTTCGACATCTTCGGCAAGTAAACTTGATGATTCGTTTAGGATTGCCTAACGTACTGTGTTGGGATAAACATTATGTAAAAGAGTTTCAAGATTCAGGGTTCCTAATTCTTTGAGTTGCTTAAATTTTTTGACAATGTTGGCGTTGTCTCCTGCCGTCGAACCTGTTCGACCATTTAGTTCAATTGAACATGCGGTAGCTGATTCAAATGAATCTCCAGCACGAATTATTGCATCATCCATCCTTTTTGTATCTGACCACATCAATTTATGTATAGGTCCATGAACGACATTGAATTTGTTTCCGTTATAAAAACAAACTCGAATATGATATTTGTTGGCGTAAGGACTATGATCGTCCAACTTTCTTCTGATCAACATGATAATGTCGTACATGTATGAAATCCAATATTCTCTTGATCCAATGATTATGACGAGTTGTTGACCTCTATAGCTGTTTGGAATTGTAACAAAGTGTTCTAACCATTCTTGAAACTATGCAAGCTGGTCATTTTGCAGATACAAGACTACTTTGCTGCATCCATAAACCAGTATGTTATTGTTTTGCTTGTTTACTGACTAAAAGTTGTAATGATTTATGTGGTTCGAAATGCGATAGATTGTCCTTGAACAGTCTTCTGTAAAATAACCATATATGTCGCTAATTTGTTGCGATGAATATTTTGATTCGTTGGAAATGAATTCGAGAATTTGCGGTCGAGTGTCGATGGGCAGTTGGTGCATGGCCATGTATGTTTTTGGGGCAAACAAAAAAATGTTTTTGAAAGGCAACCAAATTTCGACGAGCAACGAAAAAGAAGTGCTTTGCCAAACATCAACAACACTAATAAATTTGTACATTATTATTTGTTACGCTAATACAATCTGAACTTATCTTTGGACTATGGAATCTTGCCTCGCATCAACATTCTGCGCTCTCTACGATTCTTGGGGATTGCAGCACCTTGTAAGATGTTTTCCTCCTACTAGTTTTGACATCGTTGAGCGCGACCGACTTTTTGGACATGCAATTCTGCCGACGAGTCTCGCTGCTATTCAAGTTTTCTTTGAGCAAGTAACTTGAATGCATCGTACATGTGTTGATTTGTAATGTTTGTCCAACGAGTTTGACCACTTGCCATCATTGCCAACTACACATTCCGTACAACAATACTTTTATCGTCATGCTGTTCCTCATACGATGCCCAAATTTCTAGTCCATTAGACAGATTGCATATCTTTGTTGTTTTTGCTCTCATTATTGGAACCACTGTTTCGTCGCCATCAAAATCTGGATTATGGTGCAAATTGTGCGGGTTCATAAAAATTGTAACACCATTCATGCCAGGTTGTCTATTATCTGGAAGTATATTTCCTAATCTGCTGCGAGATTGATGTGGCGGACCAGATATAAATGGCAGTATTGAAGGATACAAATCTGCAAAGTCGATATAGCCACCGCCTGGCAAAAACATTCCTGATGACCCATCAACCACCTCTCCAACATAGTTTTCTTCGGGAGGTAAAAGTGGAGGTATTTCATCTTGATCATCATAAGAACAACCAGAATCAAAATCAGAATCGCAAATTCGTGTTCTGCAAAGTGGACATGTGCCGCTTTTACCGAGCCACTACATGATGCAGTCTTCATGAAAGTCATCATGACCACATGCCAACTTGTAAGGTTGTTGCTCTTGTGTGATTTCGTCGATACAGATGGTGCATAGTTTGGAGCAAAGAGCAGTTGACATGTTGTGTGTTGTTGTTGTGAAGGAGGGGTGAAGTGAAGCAAAAAAATATTTTGAAGCAGCACAAAACTTTTTTCGAAAAATATTTTGGACCTGTGCCAGAAAAAAAACTGAGACTCTCAAAAATTTTTTGGACTTGCCAACTTTTTTTGAACAACAACAAGATACTTTGAAACAATTTTTGTCCCTGGTGTCGTTCAAGGTAGTTTCACGCATCCTACGTCACCTCAACGTAAATGTGCAAGTAAGTCGTTCGTCATCTAAAACACTATTATCCCATGATTGAGTATAAATCATATTCATATTCTTTCCTTTTATTACCTGCCCATTCAACCAATAATGCCCAACCAATTCGACGATCCCATGAAACCCTGCGACATTTGCAAGAGAGACTTGTTTGTCAAGGGTAAACCTTCCTTTGGTGATGTTCGAGGAGCCATTGAGCGTCAGATGCTCAAAGAGTTGACAAAGAACAGTGCTTCTAATAAGAATCAACTTGCTGATCGTCTCAAGAATCTGCACAAGTAATGCCATGACAAACTGTACAAGTAAAACATTAAAATAATTTATGTATAAGTCTTTTTAGTTATTATTGTTACTATTGCTGTCGCGCAGAGGTATCAACTTTCTAACAAGTCTCGACACCAGCAACCAAACAACAAGAACATATGCAACAAAATACACAAAAATGAGCACGCTCGAAAAGTTTCTGGAAATGAGCATGATACATTCCTCCTTGTGTTCAGCCCAGTGTCGACCCGGAACACCGGCGCTTAGTTTGTTGCAAATATCTTCTGGCTCTTCACCTGCCCACATACCATAGCCCCACAATTTTGGACCACCCAAATACAAATATGCAAGTGGTCGAACAATGAATATGGTATGTACAACGGACAGAAATGATACCAATGAGCGAACGGGCTAAAATGCCATGATCATTTCAGAGATCTGGGCAAGCATACCCGAACCTATTGGTGATGTTATATGAACAAGTTTGTCAACTGTAATGGTTAGATTTGAGTTGATCATGATATGAATATGTTGATGAATTGTATGAATAGGGTTGTTATTTCAACTGCAACATTTACTATCTTGGAAGGCTGAGTCTTGGGTGGTAGTATTAGTAGTAGCAGGTTGCGGGTTGGGAGTTGCAGGAGGTGGTTGGATGTCATTGTGTTTGTCTCCTTCCATTACCGTCGGTTCTTGCTATTGGATATCGACAAGTTCGGACTATGGTTGTTGCTGAACTTTTGACTATAGTGTTCGCTGAGGTGGTCTTTCGTAAACATTGGAGGACTGACTATCGTTGGACGATTCGTCGCTCATGGATTCGAAAATGTTGGCAGAGTCCTTTGAGGCAAACAAACAAGCACATCCCAAATCCCAAGGCCAAAATACCAACAGTACGGCAAGTATGATGAATATCGTTGGCAACACTCTGACACACAGCGACATGAAAAATCCTACGAGACTAGGTCCCATGCCCAGTGCTGTGTGAATAACAAACCAAATCATGCCTGCTATTGTCAAGATGCCATGTAGTATGTACAATACTAATCCGCAAATGTAGCGCTGAGCGGTCCATTTTTGTTTGCGAATGCGCCTCACAAGATTATTTGTGCTTGTGTCACTTGTAGAATTTGGAACAAACTACTTGAGCATGTCATTCGATCGTTTCAATGCTGTGATCAAAATGACAGTAAAGATGAAGGTAATCAACACCAGCAACAATAAAGAAGTAATGCCTACAACAAAAACAATAACACCCGTCGAGAATCTGTACGCCGTGAGATCAATTTTGTGGTATTTGTTCAGGACAGACAATACAGATAGAGTAACTGCTGCCGAAAATACAAATATACATGCCGCAAATAATACTACAAAACATGTTCTACGAAAATGATTCAGTGCTGCCAATTGCTTGTTCTTTTTCTATTCTTCTTTTGTGCCAAAAGCGATAATGTCCATGATAAAACTCGCTCTCAGGAGCACATAAATATACGCCGAGTTCAAGAGCATGAATGTAAAGAAGTGAAAGTATGAGAGAATGATTCTGAGCGACGTGAGTTCAGGTTTGCTTGAACCGAAATATGCCGATGCAGCTTCAATCGCACTGACGGGTATTTGATACAGTGCATGAATGATGCAAATAGTGCACACTGATAAGATATGTATATGCTTCCAAATGGATGCTTTCTTATGTGCACGATAGCAACGAGCAATGAGCATCACAAAGCAGAAGCATGCCAAAACAAAAAATATTGGCAGCTACAAATCGTACAGAACCGTCATGGCAATATTTGCGGGTGGGACATTTGTGTTGTTCATGTTTTGTTGATGTGATTTGGTTAGGTGGGCGAAGAACGAATAAGGGATATAATTATTGTGAAACTGAGCGAGTGAAAGAGAAAGTGCAAAGAATCGGAAAACTGAACTGAATATTTTTTTGTTTGGGTCACGGCTCCAAAAAAATGCAAATGTCCAAACATGGTTCCTTCATTCATTCCTACAACATTTACAAACAAACAAGCATCTCTGCAGGTATTTCCAAAATAAACTATTGATAACCCTGAACGAGCAAACCACTCACATTTTCCATAACCTTGTCCAACGAAAGACTCGTATCTATCTACAATTTAAACTTTTGTTGCATAGGATCATCACCAAAAACTTGTGTAATCTCAGTCCAACCATGAATCTTTGACCATGCTATTGCTCTAACAAAATTGACACTCATGGGTAACTTGTAAGCAAACAGCATTGTTATCATGTATGCTATGGGATGATCAGTAGGTAACAACTAATAACCATTTGTGTTACTTGATGATGAAGTAGGAATAGAAGCATACATTACGGTTGAACAACACATGTCATATATACGCATTGGCGGTGCAGTTGAACAACTTGTTTCTGTACATGGTCTTCTAAACATGTGAATCAAACAAGCATCTGTCCTAGAAAGTTGAGCATGTGCATACGGAACAGATATGCTGACGATTGTAGGTTCCATCAACGAAAGTGTACCTGCAAGATACTTGCGATTAATTTCGTACTACTTCATAAGATTCACTATACCTTTGCACGTACGAATGTCCAATAAACCCTATTTGAAATCAGCAAAGTGTGGCAGTGTTTTAAAATCGTTACTATTGCTGGTTGTGTACTATTCCATCGCAACTCCAATTTGTGACTCAATCACATTTTCGTTTTCAGGTTGTCCCTGTTCAAACAGATTCAACGTCCATTTTCGAGCCGAAATATCGCCATCTATTTGAACAACTTTTGCCAAATCCAAATACCCGCGCTACTAAGCATATTTCTTTGCCTATCCAATAAGTTGTACAACATCTCCAACTTCCACAGCAGCAATACTGGTCACGTGGTCATGTTCCAACTATTCTACTAACGCTACAGAAGTTACCTGAACGTTGGGTCGATTCAATATAATGGGCATGTTAATCGAATCGGCCAGTTACTTAGTTTATTAAAAAATGCATAGATTTATTTTGTTTGTTCCGGGGTTGAAATAAAAAAATGGTCTCTCTCTCTCAATTTCTCAATGTTCGCTCTTCTCTTTCATCAATTCAAAAGTGTCACAATACTACCTGCTCCGCCAGCTAGTCCGCTTCGACCGCTAGTACCCAACCCTGTTCCACCAGCACCTCCTGCAACACTCATTGTGATGCCGCTCGTTGACATGTCCGTTGTGGATATGATGATAATCGCTCCACCTCCGCCTCCGCCTCCCCCGCTCGCGTTACCTCCTGCATTAATGGAATATGCATTCGCACCATTACCACCTCTAGCGTAAATATTTCCAGTGCCAGTAATGTTTCGTGCTACAATAACAATAACACCAGCGCCACCTCCACCTGCTCCAGCATTACAATTTGCTCTACAAGCACCGCCACCGCCACCATCTCCACCTTGAAGCATACTACCGCTCAAGTCACGTCCATATGACGCAAAAACAACATTATAAATCACTTCGAATCCACCATCTGTAGCGCTCGGCTATGAAGGCACAGATCGCACAGTGCCGCCAATACGCGTAGCATCGCCCGTTATACCTCCGCCGGCGCCTCCAACACCGCCAATCTAAGTGCCTGCAGCAACCTGTCCACCAGCGACGCCGGCATTGAGCGATGCAGTTGTAGTGCCACTATTACCGGATGCGCCACCTGCAGCACCTCCGCCGACGGAGCCACTGGGAAGTACAGAGCCAACGTTGTTTGTGTTGTACGGCGCAAATGTAGCTGCATCGCCGTTGCGATTAATGGTTCCGTTGAGTGTCAAGGTGCCGCGTACGAATATGCGATAGCCATTGGGATACATGGTAATACCGCTATTGATTGTCAAATTGTTGTAATGCATATCTCTAGTGAGAGTTGTGTTCGAAGATATGACAACATCGCCGTCGCCAAGACTATTGACGTAACCCGTTCCAGGTAAATATCTTGAACCATACCCAGAACCAATACCGTACATTGTATAGTTCAACGTTGATGATAGACCATTCAACTTGGACTTGTCTGCTGCAATCATGAAACCATTCGTAGATGTAGTCACAGCCGCATGCAGAGAACCACCCGTTTGGTTGCCGTGTATGTGTACATGATCTGCTCTTGCGACTTTATTGCTACTTCCTGCAGTGTTGTTTGTTCCACCGCTGATGGCTTGTACATCCGAATCCTGAGCAACAGAAATCGCATGTCTGTGGTCGCTTTGAGCAAAACTGCCAGCGATACCTTGTGAATTTACGTTGTTAACATCCAAAGAAAGCGTTATAGGCACACCGGAAGGGATTGCATCAACTCCACCTGGTGCATGTCGCGATCCATGCGATGCCAAATTAATACCGCTTATAGTGCCACAGTTCAGAATATTATTATTACCCATATCAATCGGTCCAACCATGGGTTGTGTACCTGCTCTCAATAAATACTGTGGATGATCGTTGCCCGTAGTTAAACCACCCAATGACGAATGCTGAATGGCAGATGCCTATGCAATCAATGACTACGAAAAACTTGGTTTCGGCCGCACATCCAACAATTCTACGATAGCCGTCTCACCTTGACGAATTACAATATCAAAAAGCGGCAGACATGCTCCATGTGTCAAGTATGTTGGATACATAAGCATTGTTGTTTCGCATGCACTCTATGTTGAAAATTGCTATGTCCCAATCACCAAGAAATATTGGGTCGATGTTTCCTGTGTATCGGACACCACATACATGCGATGCTTGGTGTAGTAACCTGCAGAAAGTGGCACCAATCCAGTGGTAGTATTGTTGTACTGAGTGTTGTTGATTATTGTCTGACCTGAAGAATATACATAACTATCATTGCTGGAATAAACGACAGTAAATGGACTACCGGCGGCGAGTTGTTGAGTCGTTATTTTGTTCGAAGCAAAGTAGTATGTAGCAGCAGTGACTGTAGGTTGCCAACTTGCGTCCACGGTGAGATCGCCGCCGGATATGACCATACTGCCAAATACATCGCGCAACATTGCATCGATGTTGTTTTCCATTTGTTTGGCATTCTAAAATGTACGATCAATCATTACAATGTTCGAACTGGATGTAACAACACGACCCAATAGAACATAGTTTGTCAATGACAGTCTGTTTGGCGACTGTACAAGATCACCATTACTGTCCACTGCAATGTAGATTTCACTGTTGGTGTTTAGCGTTACTGTTACTTCGTTCCAAGAAACCCTATACGTGCGAACGTTGTCTAAACAGTATCCAATACCCGAGTCAACTTTTAGTTGTAAACCACTCACAATGGACAATGCGCCACCTGACACTAAACCCATGGTCTAATTAGTAATAAGATCAGTTACATCACACATGGTATTGACATTGGCACCAAGAGTAAGACGGCCGACCATTACGATACCGCTCTATTCTTCATTGGATTCAACCAAGTTTAGCACGACATTCGGACTTTGAATACTACTCATTGCAGTGCTAATTGTACCAGTCACCAAACCTCTTGCCATAGGATGCTACACCAACAGGTCATATGTCGTACTTTGCATAATCGTTGTGTTGAGCATATGCAAACCCGGTGGCTCGCCTTCATTCAATACTGATACTGCAATATCCTGTCCGCGAATAAGGGAATCAATAACCCACAATTCTGCACCATCTGACAAAGACAAAGCTTGTCCAGAGCCCGTCGCAAAACCCATATTCTGTGCAATGATACTCTGTAACACGATTTCTACGCCTGAACCAGAAGCTTTGAGGTAAGAATCAAGCGGATAAAACTCTTGATGAGACTGACTACCTATGATTTGACAGCGTACAGGAAATGTGTTCACATAGTCGGGCGCAGATGCTGAAATGGCAAATTGTGTGTTGACGGGACCTGTACCTGGACCAGACATGAGTCCTGTTTGAATGTCGTTACAAATCATTGCCGTCAACGGAGCCATTGGGTTGGAAACATTACCGTGCAATTCAATGAAATTATAGCAAGCACCAGCCAACAGACCCTTGAAGAAGTAGATTCCTCCACCGTTGCTGTAGATTGCGGCGTTCCCTTCTAGCGGAACCAAACTGAAGTCTTGGAATATCATGCCAATTGTCATGTTGAAAATGCCACATGTCATTGTTCCAGTGATGTCGATGCAGGGACTTGATATGGCGCGTTCGTCAAATTGCATGTATGTTACTTGGTTACCTTGGCCAATAATGTAAACGGATTGTTTTACTCGTAACGGAGGTTCGTAGTATGTGCCTGCGTGAACCATGATGAGATACGTGTTGTAGTCGGCAGGATCATCGGGTATGTCAGCCATGGCTGCTGCTACGGATGTAAATTCTCCAGGACCTGCAATGCCCTGTTTGACAATTTTGGTCACCGGAAACAATACTCTGGCGTCATCACCAGCCATTAGTGTGTTGGATGTACTACCGGTTACCACACTAATGGTGCCGGTTTGTGGATTGAATTGTACGGGTGTGGTAGCTGTTATTGTGCTCCAAATGTCCTGGTTGGCAACTTCAATTTTGATACCATCGGACAAGCTTGAAACAGATGCTTTTACATGTCCTATGGCAGCAGGTTCTTCACTCACATTAAGGTTACATGTAAATGTTTGCGAGTTGTCATCAAAGGCTGTTGATATGCTGGGTGTTGAAGCTAGTGTTGTTTTAACCAGAGGTGTGGTGTTGTTGATTGTGAGAGCGTTAATGTTGGTAACATTGGTCAAACTAAACCCTGACAGATCTACGTCTCCATTCAGGAAAAGATTTCCTATACGTGCCTTCCCAGTCACTGACATGGTCGCTTTTTAATTAACTTGTTTTCCAAATTCTTCATACTGGTTCAGTTAATTGGATTAAAAGCGCCGGTTCATATTTCTATTTCCCCTGACATTTTAAGTGTCATAATGTCGTTAGTTTCAAGTATAAAATATAGAGGCACATAGTAAAAATATCCCTTTTTTGTTCGCACACACACGTCGATTAACTATTTCAGCATGTTTCACATGAGAATTCCGATTGCATTCCTTATTTATTGCTGCTTGTTTGCCGGTTTGCTTTGCAGCACCGTTTTCGCAGTTACGCCCATTTACCTATTTAGTAACACTATGCCCGGATTTGTCAACCAAGGCGAATATGTAGATGGTGCCGGTTGTTGTGCATACATGTGCGACAAGGATTGGCGTCAATCGTAGCGTGGTTTTAACGCCTCTTGTAACATTGGTTGCAACAACATTCTCAACACTTATTCCACATATGCCGGTGCATTCCATCCCGTTCCATTGAGCACTGCTTCGTATCAGTATGCTTGTATTAGACCTGACCAGCTTGATCCTAGCGTGAGCAATGGAACATTGGCTTCTTTCTTGGTGTTTTATCGTTTATGTAATAACATCAACATTACCCCTTCGCCGGCTTGTTTCAAGGATCTTAACAATGTCAAAATGAATGCAGATGCTGTTGTGCAGTTTTGATGGTTGTGTTTGGGTGTGCGGTGTTTTTTAAGTTTCAAGCAACTAAGCAACCATCGAGATAAATCATTAGAGAATGTAGTGTGTGTATTGTATGAATAAATTGCAAATATGTTTTTTTACTGTAATGTTTCATGCTTCTGAAGTATTGTGTTGAGGATTTTACTTGTTATACTTCTTTGATTGTTGTTGCTAGAGTTGAGGAGTAGGAACAAATGGCATCTCGACTTTGCCGGCATCTGGATTCTGGTAGGGTGCAAACTTGACAACATATCCGCCCATAACGGCACCCTTTCGTACTGTATTGTTGTTAATGTCGTAGTCGCGCATCTTGACGTCGCTCTTTACTTGAACAATTGTCTGTGCCATAATGTTCTTTTCCAAGGAGGTGTCGTATGGGTTCATGCTTGTTTTTTTGCGGTGCGAAGTGAGTGAACGGTAGTCAGAAAAAAAATCGCTTTGACAATGAGAAACAAATTTGTTGTGCCAACCAATCTATCAATACAAAAAACTTGAAACGCAAACTAACGGATACTTTCATTTTTTCTAGACGTTCGTTGTAAAAAGGTAACAACAACCAACCCAATCCAATCTCAAACATTAACTTTCCTCCGACAACCTAACCAAAACCAACCAAAACCATGGAAAACGCTGAAATCAACTTCTCTTCCAGATTCCACAGTGCTCTCAAAAAGTTTTTGAACGCCATGTCCCAAGCTTTCCCCAACGATGTCAACATTGTCAAGTACAACAATCTCTACAACCAAATCTCTGCGTCGGAAATGATGCGTGAACAAATCATCACAGAATGGTTCGATGCAATGAAGAATCACATTGAAGCATGCAAGAACAAGGACATTCAGGCCATTGCAAGTGCTCGTATTTCCATCCTTGAGCAGATTGGCTTCCTCGACAAGTACGCACTGTTGGCCAAGAAGCCCAAGAACATTGACCAACTTTGGCGCTACATCAATACCATCAATGCATGTGCTGTTCAACACTGTGCTATTCCTTCCAACTTGCGCAACTTTATCGAGAATGCAGCCAAGAATCTGACCGGTGATGTCATTGCGGAAAAGGTTTCTTTGGATCAACTCGATGTGATGCAGATTGGTTCGGATGTCATGAGCGGCGCTGATCCCGAAGCCATCGAGAAACTTTTGGACAATTTGCCCGTTCTCGTTAATACATTGGATGATATTGAGGGTCTGGACAGTTTGAGCAGTTTGGGCATCAAGATTGGTGACAGCAAGAAGCTTCTCAAGTCAGTTAAGCAGACCGACCTCATGGGACTTGTTGGAAAGTTGGTCAAGGATAATGTTATTACGAAAAAGCCTGCGGGGTCGGCGGATGCTGGTAGTTCTTCTGCTGCTGCTGCCAACCCAACGCAAAAGTACAGCAAGGGCTGGAAGCGTGGAGGTAGTGCATAAGGGAAATAAAAAAAATATATGAATCGTGCGCTTCACAATCTCGTAACATGTAATATAAAGATTGATTTGAGAACCATTTTTTTACTGTCCATCTGTTATCCGTTATGAGCAATAATAATAACACTATCGATGATGCTTTGCCACTACAACTTGACAAGGATCAAACTCGCAACATGATATTGGCCATGAGCGGCGTGTCCGTTTTGGGATTGGGATTGGCAGTTGTTCAGAGACAGCCCAAGTATGTTCTCTTTGTGGTCATTGGATGGCTTGTAATTTCATTGGTATTTGCTGCCCTAATGGCCAAAAACTGGAACAATGGACTGAATCTTGCCGAAGAAGAAGAAGAGCCAGATTCAACTGCCGTCATCTCCAACTACATTGGTGCAGATGGAATGAAGTATGAAGAGTATCTGAACGATAGAGTTACTGCAGTTCCCTTTACAACCGATCGCAAGAGACCACACAATCGCAAAGAAAGAAGAAGAAAGTATCGCAAGAGTACACCCCGAAAGGATACTGCCGGCGACGATGCACCCCAAGTCAGCAAGGAAGAAGAAGAGGGTACTCTCATCAGTATGGATTCGATTTCCAAAGATTACTATCTGCCCTATGACGAACGCAAATTCGACATGCCCTTTTCTCGCAAGATTGAAGAAGACTAGATGGGCATACAGAGAGGAGCAAAGAAGAAGGATGCTCAAAAGTAGCGCACTGCATTCATGTTTCCCAAGTTTTAGCAAGACGATTTGATGATTGACCAGAACTTGCCCCATCTGCAAACATCTGCTGACAGAATCTATGAAGTCGATCCGGATGCCATGACCTATTAGTATCATTAGATGCGCGACCAACATAGATAGGATGTTGATTTGTTGGAAGCCAGATTGGCATTGGCCAAGTCATTGTCCGTTTTGAATTCGGGAAGGCGCGATCCTTATTCCAAAAAGTTGTAAACATCATTTATTTTTTGGTAGGTCCAAAGTTGCAACAAACAATAAAATTTATTTTCGAGTTGGTCCAAAAATATTTTTGGCAAGTTTTTGTTTTTCGGATTCTTGGTCCAAACAAAAAAAATAATTTGAACCTCTCTTGACTTTACAAACAAACAAGTCAAACACATTTATTATCAATTATACTTCCGTTGCTTGTACAATCTGTTCCGCAACACTCTGTTCCTCGACTTCTTTCAGGAACAACTTGTGCTATTGTCCATTTGCATGGCTTTGGTCAGTCAGCATCAAAGAGCCAAATCTTTCCTGGTTCTTGACAAAGTGTTCCACGATTTCTTGAACATAGTTGACCATTTCTTCGCGTTCAGTCGTAACATACATAAAGTGCTCGATGCCTTTTTCATCTTCTTTGGCAGTACGGTCACTTGTGCAGCAATAGTAACCATTGATATATGCCAAAGAACATATGTTTCCATACTTTTCTTGCCAAACAAAGCAACGCAACTTGGTAGAACAGTGGTCGAGCATCTGTCGTAAGAATTTTTGTTGTTCTTTGGTCAACGGTTCATCGTCAGCTTCGTATGACACATCCTAAGTTTCGCTATTGAGACTCAAAAACAATTGATGAATTGGTTCCTTCTTCTTGTACATGACAATGCGAGCAAACTTTTCATCATCATTCTCTCCACCCATGAATTGTTCAAAGAGTCCAGATTCATCATGAACCACCAAAACTTTGGCATGAGTTTCGTTGAGTTGTTGAACTACAATAACATTTCCCTTTTGCGACAGGATGGCCAAATCAACATAAAACTTTTGCGACAAACCAACAATAGCTTTTTTGGCTTCTGCAAATTTAGGTTCGCTGGCCATTTCTTGGCAGTCGATTTTGTGTTGTGACCAATCGGCTAGCTGACAATTTCTGTCACAATATGTCGCACGCTGGCAAAAAGAACAGTGTTTAAGGTCCGGACTGCACTTGCCACACTAAAGGCACTTGTAAGTGAGAATACCACGATGATACATGTGTGATGTGATGTGAGAGATGTAAAAAAATAAGTTGAAGGGTGCAACAAAGGGTAACAACAGAAAAGGATTTTGTTTTACTTGCCACTCATCACAATGAAAAAACAACCCCATCAATGACGGACCATGCCCACTATTCCATAGGAACACTCACAATTTCAAATTTGGCAAACTCGCCCATGAATGCAACATCCAACGATTCATCCAAACCATAAAAACTCTTGTTCTACTTTTCTTGCTTGACAATACGGACCAGTGTCTGATTCGACGGGTCTTCCAGCACAAAACTGCTCCTACGTCCATTAATCCGATCCAACTCCAACTCCATCATTGCCCATCCATCATTTTCTTTGGCCATGCGCTTAACTACATTACGTGACAACACAAGTGATTTGCCGGTCTTTTTTGTCATTGTTTCAACAACAGCTTCCTTCCTGAACCCGGTAAGCAATATCTTTGGATCGAGACCAACCTATTCCAACGAGAGGTTCTTTCCAAGAGTAGTAAACACAACGCTTTTGACGATATCGCTGTAAAAGTTTTTGGGGTCCATGTTGTTTTGGTTTCTAGATAAATCAAGTTGGCTCGATGGTCGAAGAAAGGCGAAAAGGTTTTTCAAAGTTTTCCAAAGTCGACCTTTGAAACTCAGAGACCAAAACTTTAAGAAACTTGCTCCGCTGATTGACTTGTCAATCTTGAAAATCTTTTCCGAAACAAGTCGACCAAAGCCAACCAGCGAAGCAAGTGCAGTAGGTTTTTTGTTGCTGACGAAAAAAAATTGGGCTCACAGCTTCCGTTTTTTTGGTGTTGGCATTTATACAAAAAAAATCTAACTGCAACCATAAATCAACCTTTTCCAACGTTTGTAAACTGACCGCTTCCCCAAAAAAAACAGAGACAATGTTCAACAATACCAACCAGGTTCCAGCAAACACCTACGCCGCTGAAATCGGCCCCACCTACTACAGAGAACGCGGCACTGCCAACATGTCTGCTCCCTTTGTTTTCTCCAATCTGAGCAACAGCGTTCTTCCCAACTCAGCCGACGTGAGCAACCTGTGGAAGAATGTCGTTGACGAGAACAAGGGTTTCTTCTTCCCTCCTGCCTCTCAGAACGTTGCCGTTGCTCCTGCTGAAGCCGAAAAGCAGTTTTCCATGCAGGTGTTCACGGGTTCCAACGCTGAACGCGCCAACGGTTAGGATCGTGAAGATTTGAGCAAGGCCAACTTTGCCCGTTCCATCAATCAGCTTGCCGACAGAGGTAGCCCCTATGATGATGAACGCAAGCAGCTTGGTAACGACCTGTCTTTGCCTTTGTTCACCAGCAAGGGTAACCTCGCTTCTCAGACTGGCGTTCCCGAACAGTTCCGTCGTGAAGTGATGACTTACATTGGTACTTCCAACAGCATTATTCAGAATCAGCAGCACATGATGGACATTAAGCATTTCAACGGTGCAACATCGGAGCGTCATCCTTCTTAGAACATGATGCATGCCGCACCTGCTTTTGCCGACCAGAGCCAGCAGTAGCGCAAGAAGTTGACTCGTGATGACTTTGTGGCCGATATGGGTGCCATTAACAAGTTGTTCCCCTTGTAAAAGTTACAGTAATGAATCATTGAAAAAAATAGATTATTGTCTTTTTTGTGTGCTAAATCATATTTTTTATGAGCCTACTCCAAACACTCAAACTCTAAACATACAATTCAACACGCCAACAAATGACAACCTCTAAAAAATCAGGCGGTCTCTTATTTCCTACAGATTACATCCACGAGAATCTGGTTTCTGGAAAATACGCACCCGATGTGACAGAAGAGGCCGCAGTTCACATGTCTGCTGTATTACAATATATGGCCAAAGAATTGTTGGAAATATCAGGAAACATCGCCAAAGATAACAAGTCACCGATAATAATGCCTCGTCATTTATTGTTGGCAGTTCGCAATGACGATGAATTGAACAAACTATTTCCAGACGTACTCAATACTGTAACGAAACCTAGTCTGGCATCCGTTTTGGGGAATACCAAGAAATCAAAACAATCGCCATCATCATCATCAATCAACAAGCAAATGAGCAACCTTTCTTTGTAGGACTCGGACTCGTATGCAGCGGCCGATTCTATAGAATCAAACTGTCGAACAAGTTCGACTTCAGACACTTTAGTGTCAGCTACCGCACGATCTTTTGATCCTAATGGTCGAACCTGTTCGACTGCGGCAAAAACACCGTCTATTGAACAAGTTATCAAAATGTCAACTATACCAGCAGTCGAATACACATTTACCAGAGACATTCTGCCACACATCATCAAGGCTGCCACAAATGGTCAAAAGAGTTGCAAGATCGAGTTACCTAGATTGAATCAAGATCGAGATACAGTAGTCAGTCTGCTTAAGCAAATCTTTGACTAGCGCTACTATGCCAGCATCAGTAACGAAGAAACACAAACCATGTATTCGTGTCCCGTCATTACCATCCAATGGTCTGATAAAGTAAACTTCTAATATTGGTCAGAAAAACCTTATGATAGCGAAAATGAACATGTGTCATAGAAATATATTTTTCCTCCGTTCAAGAAGCGACGATCAAAGAAATTCAAACTGTTCATAATAAAAAAGCCAGCAAGTCTTCAACTTTTTTTTCTGAAAGCTAGGTATAACAAACTAATATACATTCCAAGACATGTTTCGCTTCACCGACTTTTTCAACAAACCATCTGCCTCCAAACAAGCATTCAAGGAACAGGACAACAATTCAGCTTCCGAGACTGACTCTGCCTCCGATAGCGATGACTACACTGCTCGTCGTAGCAACCCAAAAAAGAAGCGTCACAGCAGACGCAAACCTGTTCCCAAGACCAAAACTACCAACGCAACCTACAATGAAGACTGGTCTTCCGACTCCGATAGTGACAGCGAGGCCAGCTATGCAAGCAGCAGCGATGACGATGCCACCATAGGTGTTGAACGCTACTTTCGCAGAAGTTCCAAAGGTCCCGTAAACAGCATAAAACCCGAAGTCGAATGGAGTCGCAAGGTTCCCAAAGATTTGGCTCCCATTTCGGGTCGTGCACCTTTGGTGGGCGCAAATGCTGGTCAACATCCATATCTGCGCAGTCACAGCAATCCCATGTCCGTTGGTTCCAAGTTGCTGACAACTGCCGATGCTTCCGATGCCATTGCAGCCATGGACGGTGTAGGCAGCGGCATCCAAGGCAGTAGAACAATATTTGGCGAAGCAGGCAGCAGCGACGATCCCTATCAAAGCAGCAACCCGATGGAGAACAAGAAGAAATTTACAACAATGACCAACATGCTCGGTGAAACCATCGAGTGCTACGAAAACGAACACCTTCCTGGACCTACTACGCAAAAGGGCAGAATTTACGACAAGGAACACTTCGCAACGCAGTCCAACGCAAAGTTGATATATGCATAGGGTGGTGTTGACTATAACGCACCCATTCGTCACAAGCGTGAATTCGTGCGTCCCGATGTCGATGTCATGGAAAAGACTCCCCAGGATATTGCCAACCTCATCCGAGAAGAATCTCAGTACCGCGCCAACGTGGACTCATATTTCAATCGCAATGGCGAAATGGTTACCGGCACTGCACAGTGGGAGTTGCGTAAACCCATGGACTACCACGATGTAATCAATAGGGTGCAGAATGAAACCAAGGACAGACTCAAACAGACCAAGAGAGAAGAAGAAAGCAACTTGCATATGGGTACACCGGACCTGATGCAACCACTTGGCGGTGGCATTGCCTCAGAAAGAGCAGCACCTGTCAGAAATGCATTGCGTACTGCCGGTTTGCATGAAGCCATCTTGCGTCGTTCACACTTTTACTATCGTAAGAACGGTTTGGAGGATATCAAGACTGTTGCCTATCATCTTCGCAGCGATGCATCTTTCCAGATGGCTGCTGTTGAATCCAAGAATTTTGACCACAACAACAGCAAGGGTGGACTTCATTCGAGTGCAAAGTGGACAGTGTCTGGCGAAAATGCCGATGGTACAAATGCCATACATGTTACCGCTTTGCGCAATGTGTCCCAGGAGAGAAACGAAACTCAGCGTTCCAAGCAAGATATTCGCAAAATGGCTGCAACGGCACTGATGCAAAATGTCAGCAACACCTAGTTGGGCGATGGTAGCAGAAAGGAATACAAGGGTGACAGAAGCAACGAACGACTTTTGCAAGCTGCACCGGGAACATAGCTGGCTCGGACCAATTATGACACGACTGGTATTAACCTCCACGACCGTCCACAAAAGGAGAATGACACCATTTCTAGCGATACTCGTGGTTTGTATGATTCACTTTTGGCCATGACTACTACGGGCATCGAAACTGCTCAAATGATACAGCCTGCTGGTCCCGTTCAGGGTCAATTCGAAGAAACTACCAAGTCAGGTGGTTTGGAGAGTCACATGGCGCTCAATGTTGTTGCTCTCGATGGTGCAACGGGTACAGATGTTGGTGGCATCCAAATCAACATGATGAATCTGCGTCAAAGGAATCCTGATGACCACAACAATATGAAGCGTGGTTTGGATGCAGCCAGAATTGACAATGCTGTAGTTGACCCGTTGGCAAACATGAACAACTTTGCTGGATTCCGTTCTTCGAAGCCTTCTGAACATGCCGACACAAGAAGAGGCGTTGATGCATCTGCACCGAATACAAGCACCATCACGACATAGTTCCATTCCGTTGGCATTCGTTCATCGAAACCTTCTGACCATGAAGATACCAACAGAGGCACAGATGCTGCAATGGTGAATACCAACAGTGCATAGGTCCAAGTTGGCTTAACGGGCAGTGGTTTGACCAGCGCATTCCGTCAAGTGTAGCCATCGGATCGTGCGACAAACATCAAAACCACGGAAGAACCTGCTCGATTCGACAAAAACGTGCAACTCATTGGAAACCAAGTTGGTGCAGTTCGTAACAGGGAGCAGCAACGTATTGATACTGAAAATCGTGGTCTCAATACATCTGTCAGTGCGACAATGTCCTAGGGCGTTCAAATTGCTGATGGTTAGGCTTCGGCGGGTTAGGTCAGACCCAGGCAACTTTTGGATGATACTTTGAGAAATCAGCAGGGTGCCTAGGGATCGAAACTTGTTATTGCCGGTAATGTTACTTTTGTCAACTCGAATGTTCAGGATCAAAATTACACCAATATGGCATCGCAACAAAAGTAGGATCATGTTGACACATAGCGATCCACGGTAGACCATGCACGAGTGGCTCAGCAGAACATTGTCAACAACATTCAAACTGTAACCTAGGCTGCCCCGTTGCGCGATCAGGGTGCTTTTGATTCAAGAGTCACCAATCGCTATCAGGCACAACAGGATGGAAAGAATCAGTACAGACCCGGTGTTGGTGGAATTTCCAATAGTTAGTTGGATGCTGGTCAGGTTGATTAGAAAGCAGACAGACATAGTGTCAGAAATGAATACAGAGGCACTGCTGTAAATTATGTTGCTCCTTCAGGTGCCCAAGTGTCGAGCGATGGAAATACGGGAATGATTCTGGACGGTGGCCAAAAAGTAATGCGCTCCAATGAATTCGGAATGAAGCGTGCAGAAAGTAGTGAACACGATCCTACACGACGTGGTATGGCGCCTGTGCAGGTAACATCGCGTCCCCAAACACCGGTTGGCTTTGAGGGTGCTGTGGGCGGTAATGGATTTGGTTTGGTTCCAACGGGTGCATAGCCCAGATGGGTTGGAATTGATACTCGCATGTCACAGAGGCAGTAATTTAGATAACAATAAATTGTCAGCTTTTTTATGTAATACTTGTTGTTCTTGCGTATATGTTCTGCGTCCACAAAAGTTGTCACACAGCCTTGAAAGTAGATTTACCAATTCTGTCGTGACTGTCATGAACGGTAATGTATTCGCTGTTTTTGGGAACCGTTTTTTCTTCCAAGTCTTGCAGTTTCAAAAGTATTTCGTTCACGTCGACATAGGTTGTCATGTCTCTGCGACAACAGTCACGAATGATACCAAGCATGTCGAGTGCTTCGTTGGGAGTGTGGCCTTTGCATAGCAGTTTGTTGTATTTTGTTTCCTTGTTGCCCAAAACTTTTCCGCAACTTTTGCAACGAACTGGGATGAGCATTGTTGTTGTTGGCAGGTGTTTGGCTTCTAGGTAAGGCAAAGAGCAAAAAAATTGTTTGGTTTTGTTTTCTGTGAACACCGGATGACTTTTCAGAAAAAATACTTTTCGCACTCTGCCTGCACCCAAAATTGACCACCCCTGCACCGCACACAACGTTCCGCAAAAAAAATTACCTTCATGAATACAACCGACAAATATACATTCGACACCAGCGACGACATCCTTCCAAAGTTGGTCGAGATGAGCAGAAAAAAGCGCACGCGACTTCAATTCGAAGAACCCGTTACCAAGTAGCAGCAGTCGCAATAGCAGTCGTTAGCACAAAGCATCGAAATGGTTCAACAGCAGCAACAGTCTGTTACTCAAAATAAATTCAAGCGAGTCGAACTGGTCCCGGAAGACGAAGATGTCAAAATGATGGACGATGAGATTCAGTACATGGGATTCGAAAGATTCTGGCTTCTATCGTGGGATGGATGGGATTAGCTTGACACCATGTCCTTTGTTTTCAAGGGCTGCATCTTGAGGCGCAACATTGGTCCATTTGTGGCAGGTGCTGATCAAAAGGTGGATTTGGAGTTGAATTATGAGCAATGTCGGTTTATCATTACTGACACGGAGGTGGAGGTGGATGAAACAGAAAAACAGGAAGCCTCAAACACCAAAGAAAAGAGATGTTTTGTAGGACATTTTGGCGCGTATGCCTATATTTAAAGTTTGTAAATAACATCTACAATTCAATTAATAACCATTACCATTAGCAGATCGTTCTGCATATTGTACATACATGTTCTTTACAACGGGAAGCACACTGCGCAAAACTTGTTTGGTTGCAACGCCCAAAGGAACACCATACGACATGTGCAAGTCGCGAGCAATAGAACGAACCATCTAACGCGTTACTGCATCGTAGTCGCTGGTGTCAAATACTTTCTTTACGGCTGCAATTTCGTCGGCAACTCGTTCAACGGGCCAAGCAGATGTAGGCAGTTGGTTAGTTACATATGCGCCTGCCAATCGACTATCATCGCGGACCGTAGATTCACTGTGTCTGTGTTGCATAACTTGTTGAAGGATGGCAAACCGTTCCAATGCTGCCTATTTGTTTTCGGGTTCGAGTGCAGATATGGCCTTTTTGATCGAGTATCTGTGTTTTTGGGTTGGCTTCTGGGTTTTCTTGCTTTTGTTGTTGGTGGTGGTCTTGTTGCCTTTGTCAGGTTGGTTGGGGTGGGAGTACGAATAGGAAATGATAACCCGTTCGTCAGTTGCATCGTTGTTGTTGAATGTATCTTGTGTCATGTTTTTTTGGGTAACTGCAACAACAATTAAAAAATATTTTTTCCAGATGATGTCCAAAATTTTTTCTTTTCCTGTCAACCATATAAATTTCTGCTAGATTTTACAAAGCGAACCACTTTTTATTTGGAACTGTATAGTCACCTGGACTCTCTTGTGCGCGAAAAAAAATATCGAACATGTCACATCATCAGCATCACCATTAGCACCAAAGCAACAAAACCATGACCTCTGCCATCAAATTCATGTCCGTCGCAGATGTGCGCAAAGGATTGATGTAGCTGCGCAAAGCATGGAGCGAGCATAGTGAACAGAATCCTATTTGGCCTTCAAAGCAAATGAACACCCAGCCACCCGCACCGTATCAACAATACTATGGTCAGACTACACCCCAACACAATCTTACTTTTGAACAGTTTGCCCTGCACTTTGTAATGGGCCATCACAACAAGAGACACGACAAATCCAAACACCAACAGCGTCAACTTGCGGCAGCTGCACAATAGTCGAAACACAATGAAGATGAAGACGATGTTGACGACGAACAGGCAGAACAGGACAATGAAGAAGAACAAGATGACATGGATTGTGGCGGTGACATGTAAAATAAACCATCTATAACATTTATTTGTAGGTTCACTGTGTCGACAAAATATGTTCGGCTTCACGTTGTCCAAAAACTCTGTCCAACATTTGACGAACCCACTGTTGCATGTCCTAGTAGAGTTTGTTGCCTTCTATGCGAATAATATCTGCCAGCTTTTGATGAACCAACAACTATGATGCTTCTCTCGACTTGTCCAACCATGCAATTACGTTGCTTGTATCAGAGATTTCCGAAAGGTTGCCACCGTATTTGCGCGAAAAGTCGTACAGTTTGGAAATCAAAAGCTGTCTCATTTCTGCGAGCGACTTGTTCTTTCTTTCTACTTGCTAACATGCTTCGACGGATGCCAATGAGTCTATCATGCCACTTGTTGTACGTTGCATGCGACTGAGCGTGTTACTAGCCTTGGCGTTACGGTCAAAGATCATTTTTTGGAGTTCCTGAATCACCTTTTGCATGACGGGTCCTGTACTCTTGTGCATGGAAGCAATGTATGTTTGAACCTCTTCGTCAATGATGGCCAATGGAATCAACTTGTTTCTTTCCAAAGCGTTGGAACTTTCAATGTAGCGAATGGTTTCAGCATTGAGGTCGTCGAATCGTTGCTTGATACTGGGGTCGTTAATTTTGGCAATGAGAGTTTGTACGGACTTGATGACACTCGATGGAATTTGTTTAATGGGTTGCGAATTTGTGAATAGTGCAGCGTGTGCCTGTAATAGCAACATGTCAACATCGGTCTGTGAAAGTAAAGTCTAATTCTGATTCTGAGACCATGATGCCTCAACATCAAAATACAGTCTGCGCCACTTGTTCACCAAAATATCCTATAGTTCTTCGCTACCTTTTTGTTCGTTTTCAATCTATAGTCTCTTTTCATCATAAATCTTCTTGACTTCATTGATATCGTCGGTAATGCTGGCTGAAAATAGGTCCATAAGATTTCTGAGTGCCTGCAAGTACAGTTGACAGTCTCTGATGCGCCATTTGAGCACTTCTTCTTCACATTTACATTCTTCTTCGATCAATGCTCTAGACTATTGAACATATTCCTACCAACGCGTATGCCAAGGAACCAACATGTTCCAAAGTTCAACCTGCTTGGGATCGTCGAAGCCAATGGTTTTGCGTTGCGACTCTTGGATCATCTTTTGGAGTTCTACGCTTCTCTGTTTCATTGCAACCATCTTGTCGTTCAGCAGCATAGAAAGTGACAGCTTTTGACTGGTGGCATTTTGGTAATAGGCATCGACACCTTCAAGTTCTTCGGCAACATGTCTGTCCAAAGTTTTGCGAAGGTAGTGCATGCCACCAACAATGGAAATGTCTACGGATATCTTTTTGTTTTGTTGGTTGGCTTCTTCTGTGTCGTCATCATTGTTTTGGGTGTCAACGGGAACCAATTTGTGTTCTTGGGCCATTTGATCAATGATGGTGTCGACAAACCATCCAAGAGCACGAACCGTTGTATCGTTGGCATCGTCAAAAATGCTCCTGTTCCAAAATTGTTCCATAACTCCTGTGTTGACGGCAGCAGGAGTGGTAACGGTATGTGCAGCAGCAGCAGCAGTCCCCATACCATCAATGGTCGCATTTTTACTTTGCTACTACTACAACAACACTCTGCCCTAAGCTTGCATATTTACTGCCTTGTCATCATCATCTTCATCATCGCTCTCTTCGTGCAGATTAATGGTAACAATGTCCTTAGGGTCAGCTTGGACAAATTCTCGAAGGGACATGTTCTTTTTGAGCATTGTTTGGCCTTGTATAAAAAGTGACGGTAAAGCTGTTTTTGGTTTTGAAATAAGTTTCAGATTTTTATTTTTTGCTGGAGTATTTATGTATTCGTTTGTTGCAACAGCTATTCTCGAAGCCGTAACTGTTGTTTGATACTGTCCACAAGTACCAGTGGTAATGAAGCACCCAAAAATAACTATATATTGGCCAAAAATTGTGGCATGTAATGTTGATATCTTTGTTCCCACTAACCAAGTTGAGTGCCTATAATGTTCATTGTTCGAGGTTCATACTTTGGACTGGATTTTTTGGAGTCTAAAATGTTGCGTGCAGCGTCAAGAAGTGAAGTTACATCTGTTTGACTTCCACCATTAAGCCGCAAAACATAGATTCTCGCATAAAATGATACTTCGTACATGAACCAATATTGTACACATTGTTCAACGGGCACTCGGGCCATGTATTTGATTTTGGAAAAACGAATCCACTCTTTGAATATTTTGAGTGCCTCGTTTTCAATGTAAAATCGTGTACTTCTTGCTATGGATCGTTCTCTTTGGATAACTTGACTGGCATCTTTGATTGTGATTAGTATTTCTGACTGGTCGGTGTTGTCGTCAGCGAGTTGCTACTTGATGTTTGCAATAATGGGGTGTGCATGCTCCTAGGGACCAAGAGTGTTTAGTAACTTGGTTGCATGCAGTCGAATTGTGTTTGTCTTGGAAAATTGTTGTGCCAAGCGTAGTAAATCTTGGTTGTTAAAGGGTTCACGGGACAGTGGATTGCTGAATTTTACCTCTTGTATCATGTATTCGAGCAGTGCTTCGCCGTCAAAGGCAAATTTGCTTCTACCGTTGGATGACCGAACAATGAATAGTTTGTTGGGTTCAATGTCACTTATGGGTTCTAGTGTAATTGGATCGGTTTCGTTGCAGGCAGTCAATGCTTTTTGGAGGACAGTAACAGTTTTGAGCATGTGACGAAGTCTCTTTTTGCATATACCTCGCCTGTTTTGCATCTTGGCTACTTGCGTTAGCGATATCATTTTTTTGTTATGGCTATCGACGACGAATGAAGGTGCAGCAGACAATTTATTGTCAAAGGGTTGAATCTGTCCAACTGCTGACCGAAAACGATTTTGATTTTTTCTTATACTGGCTAGTATTTTTGTATGGTTGCGTCATGTGACAAAAGAATATTTTTTTAGGGGCAAGGTCCGGATTTGCAACAAAATTTTTTTTTCGAAATATAAATTATTGCTATTGTACACATGTATTTTCCGTAGATTGCAAACTCGAAACTGCTTCGTCCAAATACATTCGTGCATCAACCAAGATTTGCATGTACTTCTTTTTGTTGTTGCTGCTGGCCCCTGTCTCGTCAACTAGTTCAGCATCCAAGTCACCTTCTCCTGTAACAAATACATCCTGCTTGCTCCTGAGTTTTCGTGTCATCCGTGCCGGCTTCTTGATGGACTATTTGATTTGTGATTTGGTGTCAGATGCTATCCTACGACCCTAGGATGCCTTGACCCGCTTGGCAGATTTGATGGTTGCAATTGGACGTGACCGATGCTTCGGTATGGACGCCTTTTTTGAGATGGCCTTTTTCTTATGTTGGGGCATGGTGAAAAAAATTTTGTGCTTTGAGGTGAACAAACAGATTTTCTTTGTTACCTCACGACACACTTTGCACACAAAATCCAGCAACCAACGTAAATTGCTACGCCATGGTTTTGCGCATCTTTTTTGCCATATTGTGGTATGCCTGCTATGCCTCGTCTTCCTAATCCTGCTCATTGTCGATGAATTTGGGTGTATTGCTCATGAGTTTTCTCTTTTTGCGACCGACAGATGTCTTGGTATCAATGTGCTAACTAGTTTCGCTTGATTCTGCTGCTAACGGTAACACTGTGTGATTTGATTCTAAAGAATTTGCTGCCAGTTGGTTGTCGGTCTCACGTGGCTACTCCTAGACAATCTCCTTTGATTGTGTGGTTTCTGCTGCCCCATATGGCTCCCAAGATGATACAGGGTCTTCATATTCATCCAAGTCAATTACAGTTGGCTCCTAATACTCATCCAAGTCAATGACTATGGGATCGTGTTTCGATGCAATGATGTTTAGACTATAATGCAGCGAACTATATTGACCATATTTTTCCAAGACATGGACCAATGTTTTGGTGCTATCGATTGTACAGAATCTATCCTCTGATTCCATATTTTCAATGCCACAGATGCCCATGTTGATTTCAAAGTTGTTGTCCTTGAAATGACATCTTTGTTTTACTTGCTATCTCAACTTTTGAATAGTCAAGTTGGCAGCGGGTAGGTTTATGTACATGCGAGATGTGGCTGTAATGTCAATGGTGAATGTAATGGTAGAGTATTGGTTGAGCATGTTCGACGAGGTTGTGTGGTGTTGCTGGCCAAGGGGTGTGTTGTTGTGAGACGGAAGGGGTGTGTTGGAAAAGTTGTTGTTTTTTGGAGCAACAGAAGGGGGTGTCAATTTGTCAAAACTCAAAAACTTGCCGACAAAGGGTCAAGTTCCAACGAAGCAAGTTCCTTGTGTCACATGTCAAGTTGCATTAACAGAGGTGTTTATCTGAATGAAAGTCTCAAGAAAAAGTCAATGACAGATCCATCTTCAATCTCATAGGCTTCTAAAGTATCCCAATCGTCCAACACTTGACCACCATAAACAAGTCTCTGTTGTCCAGGACCGATTTCTGTTATTTGGTGGATTCGTTCCTTGATATCGTGGACTGTCTGGTCGGGTTCGACATTGTCCAACGCAAATGTTTTGCCCGTCAACTTCTTGATGTGGATGCGCATGGTTGGTTTGGGTGGTTTTTGGGGATTTTTTTATATGGTTACAACTATTTTTTGAAGTACAAATGTCGAATTACAGACCAATTTATTGATGTTCAAAACTTGTTCTTGTACATTTTGCTGGCAACAGGACGTGTTTCTACCTGACAATATTTGGCATCTGCTTTCTTGTCATATGAAACCAGCATTTTGTCTGTATTTGCGCCAAAATAGGTCAGCTAACCTATGGGCATTCCTTTGTAAACACGCACAGGTTTCTATACCATGATTTCAAGAGTCCACCTGTTACTGAAACCAATGTCGCCTCTGCCGGCAGTAAAATGGATCATCAAACCCAATCTGCCTCCTGAAGATTTACCATCCAACCATGGAACATGTTTGTGTGTTTCCGTGTATTCCTAAGTTACGCCCAAATAAAATTCGCCAGGCTGCAAAACATAGCCTTCATCTGGAATTTCAATGTAGCGAATGGGATTGTCTTTTTTGGCATCCAACACATCGTCAACATAAACTGCCAAAGTGCTGCCCAGATGAACATCGTAACTGTTGGACCCTAAACAATTACGATCAAAGGGTTCAATGACAATGTTGCCCTTTTCGATTTCTTCAAGAATTTCGCCGTCGGTGAGGATCATGTTTTTGGTTTGTTTGATGGGCAGGCCGAACAGAAAATAAATTTTGTTTGTTGGCAAAAAGTTTTTGGAGACCTCAGTTGAAAAGTAAATTTTGTTTGTGTTGACAAATCAGAGTCAAGATTATATGGAAATAATTTTATCGATAACAAGTCCTGCACTCTTCCAACAACTTGCATAATGAATTAGGTGCTTATTCTTGGTCAATGGAACCTTGGTCCATGCGTAATTACCGAACAAGATACCGTGAATGCCAGCCTGTGTCACTTCTGCAATGTAGCGATGATTGTCGTCGATTAATAGTTTTGCATCTATGGACTGACACATTTCTGCTTTGCTTCTGGGTTTGTGTTGTGTCGAGTCGCCAAAGTGGTTGCCGAAAAGAACGCCTTTAAAGGTGCCTTGACCAAACTTGTTGTTCAAAAAGTCCCAAGTTATGCTTTCGAATCGAGGTTCACGAGCAGTAACGACATATAGGTCACAAGTTTTGGCCAAGTCAGCAATCAACAGTTTGCATTCCTCGGTCGGCTCGAACCGTTCATGAGAATCGTGCCAAATCTTGCTCCGCGAAAATTGAGCAAATATTTTGTTGGCTTCCTCGTGTGAACACTTGAACCCATGAGCATAATTGTATTCAGTAAATTCTTTTTGGGTAAAGTTTGGATCGTAATGTTGTTGATAATAGTGAACAAGATGGGGCACCAAAGGCCATAGTGTGTCGTCAAAGTCGAATGCAATGACGGGTCTCGTCGATATGTTTTGTTCAGCGTTGTTGCTCATTTTGGATGATATGCCAATGTTTTTGATATTCGGTGATTTGAGGAGTTTGTATGTGGGCAACATAACTTTGAAACGCTCGGTCTGCCTGAACGACTTTTGCGGTAGGAACCATTTGTTGTTAAACCCAAACAACCAGCCACTTCTCAAAGACATGTTCTTTGCCATTTCACCCTGCGCACAAGGTTCTATTCCCGTTGAAGGAACCAACAACTCCTTCTATGTTTGCAAAAAGTACGATACGGTCAAAGCATTGATGGAAGAACTCAAAGACTATTGGTTCGATGACATTAGTTGCAGAGACAGTGTCAATAATCCTGACAAGCGCCAATACATGGAAGAAATTGCTGAAAAGGTTACCAATTGTGAAGACGGAGCATTGTTTGCATTCAAAAGACTCGCAATGAACTATGGTTGTTGCCACTTAGCCCTTTTTGTTACCAATAACAACGATTTAATCATGAAACAAGATGACTAGAGTAGCATGAAGCAATGGGGTTATGATTATGTAATGATTGACAGCACCAAAATGCGCGAGTGTTTTAAAGAATTGTTGAAAGATTGAATAAAACAAGCAATCAAAGGTCATTCATTGTATTTTTTCGTCCAGACAAAATTGGTTTTCGTTCAAATAGTATTCTGAATCCAAATAATTTTTGGCAACTTCTCGGTCTCGACTGTCCAAAATTTTTGATGACAACAACAAATCTTGAACCTAAGTGACTCCAGATTTTTTGTAATACAAAACCTTTTGAGGTGGCAATAAACATTCTATGGGTGCATGTAACATGTAATCTCCTTTGACAACTTTCAACTTGTGCAGATAGGTTTCAGGTGTTGGTGTAGTTGCTCTACTCGACATAGATTTGTGTGACATCCAATCCGACTAGTCTATCCATCCGAATCTGACCAAGGTTAGTTTGTCGTGCAGATAGTTGACGGTCAGATAGTAACTATTCTTGCTTTTTCCATGCTACATTGTTGTGGTCGAATAACTTTTGTTGCCCAAAATTTTGAAACCCTTCTGTCCCGAAACCTTGACTTCTACAGAAAAATCTTGGTTGGGCACAAACACCAAATCTTTTTCGATGTATACATTTCTGCATCCGCGCCATAAACCAGCATATTCTCGTTCAAGATGAAGTGACAATATCCTTTCAAACAATGTTCCAATCATACTACCCGGAGAAGTGTATTCAAACAGTGAACGGCCATCAATTCGTGAGTCTGTTATGGCCTTCCATGCACCTTCGACATGTTTTAGCCACTATTGTTCTTTTATTGGATGTTGGTCAAGCAGCTATTGAGTCACATGTCGCCATTTGCCAATATGATGTGCAGTGTAAGGACCAGGTAAATGTCGTTGCATGCTCTAGAAAATTTTTTGGACCTCAGAAAAGTAAAATATTTTTTGGACTCTTGCTTCCGACAAATAATTTCTAGGCAACAGCACTTCAAACAACATAACAATGAACATCCAAAACCAAATCATCCAAGACATAACAGCCGAATCACTTCGCAAAAAAGCATACCAAGTTCAACTCGAACGACAACAAAGCAAAGATATACAAACCATCAACAGTATCTTGAACCGGTTAAATGCAGTTGCTGAACGAGGGGAAACATAGATTGTTGTCAAGGGCCATGAGATGAACGACTACATCAAGGATTATCTTGTTACAACAGGTGGTTTCACAGTCGAAGAACACATACAACAAGAGTTATTGGACGAAATCTTTGGTTTCAACAATAAAATTGAGTGGCGTATATCTTTTTGAACACACCATGCATTAACATTTATTCGTTAGTTGACAAAGCAGTCATCTTCCAGGTTACACTACTCCAACGAATCTGTTTGAATAAACTCTTTGACCTTTTGAGCACCCAACGGTGTAAGTCTCCACAAAAATCTAGACAGCAGTGTCAGGTGTCCCTGATATCCTTCAAAAATTTTTCGGGTTTCCTTTTCTGTTGGAGTCTTGTTCAATACAAATATTTCCGATACTCGTTTTCTGATCCAGAGGTCTTGAGCCAACAAAATATTTGGTTCAGTGGTTCCTGTTTGTAACTTGATGGCATCGATGGACCATGGGCCGAAACCCTTGACTTGCTTGAGATCATCAACATTCATCACGTCATACAACTTTTTGATGATTTGCCATTGTTCATCACCTATTCCCAAAACCTTGTAATCGTAAATCTTGTTCAACAAGTCGGGGGTCAAGAAGTTGCCTCTAGTTAAACCGCATGTCTCATACAATTTGGCCCTAATGGCTCTCGACTACTTGAACGAAATACGCTACGAAAGTAATGTCGAAACAGCAGCATGAAACAACGGCATGGGTTTCGGAAGTCGATGCTCATAAAGTTGGGCAACCTGAACAAGTCTAGAATTGGTGTCTGATTGTTGTGACATGGCGGGTTGAACTTGTTTTTATTGCATCTATTTTATTTCTTTTGTTTGTTTCAATTCCAACGCTTCCAAAGTGGAGTATGGAATGGTAGCAAATCCTTTTTGTATCAAATGTTGCTCTTTTTTACCATCCCATGCATAATAATTATAATAAGTATACATTGCTTTTTTGACGTCGAATGTTTTCAATTGCAAATATTCGATGTTTGCGTACGGAATATCGGTCCTAGTCCCATATGAATCATCCTAAAAATACCTTACAAATGCAAATCTTCCATAATGAGGCGATTCTTTTCGAGCGCAAAATAATAATGTTGTTCGATATGCCCCACAAAAGTAACCATCGATTCCGTGTTTTAACTTGTACGCTACTATATGAGGAGGATCTACGTAATCTTCGTCATTGCATGGAATTGGCGACTTGTTGTATTCTTTTACCAACAATAACGGACCCTTATAGTCCTCGACATACTCGTCCGAATTCAGGTATTTATAATTTGGATTCTGTATCATGTCTGATTTATCCAAGTCAGTAAAATACCACGACGCAAACATGCCCTATTTCGAACCTTTGTAATTGTTGAAATACTAAGCGACTGGTATCCAATCCATAATGTGTTCGGAAGGTACTGATGGGCAATCTGGGTAGTTTATAGCCATAAGATAGCTTTCCGCGTAATCTCGCACCAAATTTTCGTCCAAAAATGGATTGATACGTTTATAAATCTCAATGGGCAGGTGATGAGTAGTGCTCATATCATGATCCTTTTTTACTATGTATGCCATGTAGAAGTCATCATCTTCTTCATCTGGATAGGCTTTGCTTTGCTTTTTGTGACGTACTTTTTTACCAAATACTTTAAAAGTTATATTATTTTCAATCGTATAATCCTCTTCAAAGAGTTCATGAAAGATTGATGCCATTTTTTGTAGCAGTTTGTTGGCTCTGTCAGCGAAAATAAAGTCGATGGATTCTTTGCACTGCTTGTTTACTACGGTCCATTCTAACAACGTTGGTGTATCCATGAACGGTAGTATGCAGTGTGCGAATACATCGAGTGGAATGTCCATGTATATTGGCTGAAACTTTCTTTTCTTGGCAGGTGGAGAAGCTGACATGGTTGGCTGGAAAAAAGAGATTTTTTGGGACCAACAATGAATGCCAATATAAAAATATTCGTTTTCAATTTATTGTTTGAATAGTATATGTTTCATAAATATTGCAAGTGAGCAGAAAAAAATAAAGGGCAGATCGATCGTGACCCTCCAAAACAAAACATTTTTCGCTTCCCTCAGCCCCTTCACTCTTTGTCTGTCGCCGCAACGCTCTCTTCCCCTTTCTTCCCTCACCTTAGCACCACTATCAAATCATCATGTCTACTCAAACCAATAATCCCACAGTGGTATCCACGCAAGAAAGCGTCCTGATCATGGCCAGAAACAAATGCACCGAAGGTTATATATTGGTCGGCAATACCACCATTTTCGCTCGCAGCAGAGGCGATCTGTGCCGCTTGGATACTCGTGCTACATTGAACATTAAACAATTGCTACGTGGCAGCGAAAAGATCAAGAGTGCAGTGTGCGTTGCTGTGCGCAGAAGGGAAATCATCTAGGATGCCCAGACTGCTTTTCAGGTTTACGAAGCACATGGCAACTGTTCCCTCAACACACAGATCGATGCACTCAATTCTATTGTGGTGGTCAATTTCAACAACCTAGGTGTCAGAGGTCTCAAGACTGCCAAGACAGTCAAGGGTATGTCTGTGACTACACTGGCTCTTTTGTTCGACATTGTTCTCTGCGACCTACAGGGCAATGAGAGAAGATTCATGGTCTATGTGTCGGATCAGCGTTCATTCTACTATACCACGGACAAGAAGGTCATACCTAAAAACGGTGAAAAGGTCGAAAGTGTCAATGTCAAGGTCAGCATCGCAGAATATCAGGGCCGTTCACTCGTTCCCCCATCTAACCAGGATGATTCTCTCAACAAGAAGCCCAAGAAGTTGCGCGGCGCTAGGATATCTTCGTATATTCATGCTATGGCCATGTACTAGCCCAAGGGAGAACATGTTGATGCTGTGGCGGATGATGTTTCGGCAGCCAATCTGTTGCTGACCATTGTGCAACAGGAGTAATTTGTTGTCAGAGAATACAATTATTATTTATTTGGTGAACCCAATGTTTGCAACTCAAAATTATTTTTTGCTTGGTCCAGAAAAATATTTTGCTTGCCTCTTTTTTCTAACCGAGTCCAAAAAAATAGTTGGTTTGTTTTCATGTTCATGTCCCTCGACTTCAAAAATCTGCCACTTGACTGCATTGTTCTCATCATCGAATTTGTGAGTCCCATTATCAACATAGACCAAACCACATTGCAACAAATTCAAAAGAAGTATACGAAACAATTGAAAAAGTAGCATGGGTCGTCAAAAGTTAAAAAGATCAAAAAACTCTACAACGAACAACAGAAACAAACACATAGCGAAACTGTAACAACATCATACATTATCAAGTTGTTTTATGGCCGCAGTAAATCTCAACATATTCAATAGATTTTCAAAGTTGCCTAGTTGGACGCCTGTTTGTTCAACGAAGTAGAAACTAGATCTGATAAAACATCTTTCAGACACAACGACATGCGACTTTTTTGGCTTCCTTCAATATTTGTTCAATTATGTGTTATGCCTGAATCAGCTTGGTTATGTCGTCGTATTTTACAAGTGTGTGACACGGTTCATGTGGATGAAGAGCAATTCTATGGTGCATACAAAGTGTTCAGATAGTTTATACGCAAACCTTTGCATATCGTTTCTCACGGACTGCCATCTAAATCTCTATCAAAAAATCAACAAATTATGGAATTTTTGAAATCAGACACATAGATAGCACCGTGTTCGTTGCGTGTGACTGTCGAATGCAATACTGAAAGTACCAAATTATCGGAGTTAGTCGATATTAGTTTTGAAGACCAATACGAATTGATGCAACAGAGCATAATGTGGCACCCTGACGACAATATTCACATTTGCTGTAATAACATATTGATACATGTAAACGACGCTAATTGCACGAATGTTACAGAATAGTTAAAATGCCTCAAAGATAACGACACTGTGCTTGTCGAAATTCCGGTTCAGGTTGCATCATGCCTTCAGAAAACAGACTTTTCGAACAAGTCCAAGGGCAAGGTCAAAGTATCCGAGATTCGAATTACAATGCTAGAAGAAAACTATGAACATAAGACATATGCAGATAATTCTCAACTCAAAAAAGATATAGAACAGAACATGTCCAAAATATTCAAGTGTAACCGCATTACTTGGAAGCTGATCGAAAAAAAGAAGAAAAAGGCGCGTACGATGGATGACTATCTGTTTGATGATGACTGTAGTGACTATGACGAACATGATTGGGTCATGTGTCAAATCTACAGGAAACAATACTGTGAAGAAAATAAAATATATTGATTGAGGCGACAGCAAGTTTATTGGGTGTTTGAAGCAGTTTTACACAATTTTACTCGACGGAAAGCGAATGGCGTGGTGGTAAAGGTCATTCTGCTCTAAATCAGGTGGTCAGTGGTTCAACTCCCGTCATAAGGACGCATCCAGCAAACTTTAAATTGATATATGCTAATTATCCGTACTATAACGCGTTCTGTTTTTTTTGCTGCAAAGAAAGCAGTTGGAGGAGGTTTATTTATTCGACAAATATGGTTGTATCGTGGTATTGGTTGACAGAGTAGTCGCTATTCAACCATAGTTTTTTGCTTGTATCGCTTGGACAATGGATTGGTAAAGAAGGACCACGGTTTGGAAGAAGCAGCCTCAAACAAAATAGTTGGTTCAACCTAATTTCTGGTGCCAACTTGCCAACTTGTTCACAACCTGCATAGACCAGTATACTGTATAAAGTATAATTGTCGGTCCACGGTTGCACTTTGTAGATGGACATGGTCTGACCGCGTGAAGTACATATCTTGCATTCCTTGTTGCCAAATATTTGGGACAGGTCAGTCCATCTGTTGTCCAGAACATCATAAATCCAAACTTCTCTGGTTGTACTTTCATCTGTCTCGCCTCCATAAACGAGCATATGCGGTCTTGTGGTCGCATTGAGCATTACGGCTGAATGAAGTTGTCGAGGTGCTGGACATGGACCCGGTCTGTAGTCTATTTGTTGCCAATTTATGGTGCAGTATTTGTCGTCCCCCTTGTAAATCGTTCCTATCCACATGTCATTGAATCGTTTGTTGGGCTGTGATGCTGAAATATCATCCAATTCATCATTCCAACCTGCAAATATCAAGACTCTACCCAACATATTACTGTCATCCGACTCTACTATTGGCAAAGTACAACATGTATGAGAGCATCGTTTTGAAGGTGCTGACTTTCCGGTGTCATATTTGATGCTCATCCACCTATTCTTTTGTAAATCATAGATCCACGCGTCTTTCAAAAATGCCAGCATACGAGGATTCCAACCACCATGAATAAAATAGTACATGTCGCTGCCATTCACTATTTTACATCCTGCATGTGCACATCTTGGACTAGGCCGTGGAATAGAATTGAGCACTTCATGAATGACTGGTTGTTCCGAATGTTCCATGTTGACTTTAACCAAATTGTTACTTGCATAAGCGTCATCGTCATTATAACCACCAAAGTACATGAATTCCGACTTGTTTAGCTAAATGGGACCTGAAAATCTGTGGGCTCCATTCTGGGGACGTCCATGCATCAGAGTAACCTTTGTATAAAAGAGTTCTTGGCTTTGTGGATCGGCATACAAATCTACGATGCGTTCACCATCGCCGCCAGAAACATATATCTTGTTGTCATTGATCGGAAACACAATGTTGCCTACTCCTCCATACAATCTATGCACATCATCCTTGTTGCAACCATTCTTGACCAACTCATACTAAATTCTAATGTTGTATCCCGTGGGATCTGACGACTTCTTGAACCACAAACGGTTGCCAAGTTTTTTGAGAGCAATCTACGCATCTTGTTCCTGTTTTTGCTTTTTGGCCTTTTTGCGTTGTGCTTTGCGCCTGCGATTTTTTCTGTATTTGCTTTTGATGGTGGTCTATGTATTTTCTGATTGCATGTGATTTGTTGTTTTTGCTAACGCGACAGCAGATTTTTTGAATTTTACCAACAACAAACAACAAATTATGTTTTTTTGGAAGTGTACATATAGTTTACAGTGACATTTTAGTTGGAGCCCTTGAGATATGTAACATTTGTATCTCCATTGACCATAAAGTGATCATCTCGCCGCTAAAAGTCCAAAGACTTAAACATTTTGGCCATGAAATCGTGACTAGTATCTGTCAACAGAGCGTGATCATTACCAAACTTTTCAACAATGGCAGTCACAATTTGACGAGCGATTCCTTGTTTTCGGTGGTCAGGATCGACAATGATATTGTATACATATAAGCAATCCTTGAACTAGTCCAAGTGCTTATTGTAGACGGTTCTTTTGCTTTTGGATGCCTCAATCATTTGGTTTACGGGAATTATGCATCCGAATCCTGTCACCTTTTTACCATTGTGAACATAGACTAACCAACAATTGCTATCGCAACAATCCGTAGGTAACAGTGGCCTGATTTTGTTGGCCAAGAATATGTCTGCCTTGAAATATTCATGCGCTATGGAACCAATGTCGTCTACGATACTAGTATAATCTTGTTGGTCGACTTTGTTGGAACATAGTTGTTCGTAGTTGCAAAAATGTATCATGGCTGGCTGGCAAAAGTTGAAGAGGTGTAGGGCAAGTTGCAGGTTGGACAGAGAATAATAAATGTTTTTTTTGCTTGCTGCTTTACTTTCGTAACGCCCGCTCCTTCTCCTCTTGTTTCGCAATATCTACTACTTTTTGTCTCCTGCTGCCATGTGAGTATGTTGTATCCATATTGATGCATATTGCATTGACAAAACCTGAATCATTGTCTCTGCTTACGTAAACTGGTAGTGCATCATTTTCAGTATCTACTTTGGTGACAAATAAACCATTTTGCTCGTTGCTGATGTGAGACTCAGTCGCCAATGTTTGTCGCAACGGTTCACAAAAGTTGGATTCGTGCTATTGTTGGTCATCCTTGATAAATGTTGAATACAACTGCACATCTGCCAAACATATTGCCTGCTCATTGATATTGATATTACCAATATGTTCATATTTGAGTTCAGTAAAAGCAGGACTATTGAGAAAATCCTTGTGAAACAATTCGAGCCGCAGCATTCTTGCCAACCTGACTTCGTATACCACGGTTATTTCCCACCGACCACTATTTACCGGCAACTGAATGTGCTTTTTCAAACCTGTTCGTTCAACTTGCTACGAGCAACAGTTGAATGGGTCGCCTACAACAACACGTTCAGAGGAAAATAAGGTTACAAATTTTCGCTAACCTGTTACGGTTTTCCGAACACGCTTTGGTTTTGGTGTTCGCTTTTTGGCGATGCTTTCCTGTTCTTCGTCGGAATCGTAATAATTGTATGTTTTGTGGAGTGAAGGTTTTGGGTGCATGGCTGTGAACTGAACAAGTGGTGGTAGCGAAAAAAATGTTCATGTGTTTGTTTTATTCTGTATCCATGTCCACACATTTCAAACTCGCAAACCAGGCATAATTTCCTTGGCACACTCAAGCAACATGTTCTTTTGTTTAATAAACTCTTCTTGCTTCTGGTTATATAATTTATGATTTACCTGCACAGCTTGTTCGAATAACTGTTTTCGTTTACTGATGCGTGCTGCACGTTGCTACTCCAATTCTGCGCAACTGTCCACTTGTCCAAAACTCAACTGCTCCATGTTGCGTTCCCATTCGACACAGCGTTTCCATGCCATAATTTGTGGACAGTTGTGACTGTAAGGTTCGCTGTATTCATAATGCGCCATACCACAACCACTTTCGTGCAGCCGAGATGTGCCTGCAACATGTTGACCACACAAGTAACACACGTAGTATGGTATGTTGTCTTTTCCCTCGATATGCAGTGGATAGTCGTGGCCAAACGGCTTTGGGATTTCTCTGGATTCAATTAGTCTCTTGCGATTCTAGTCAAAGTAGTCACAATGTTCTTTCAAATACTTGAGTTCCTTGTGCAGCTTCGTCAACTCTCTGAACTTTGGATCGGCGTAGGTGTAGAGACTCATGTGATTGATGTTTGAAATCAAAGAAATTATATAGTTTGAAACGCACAGTTGTTGGTTGGTTGGTTCTGTTTCCCTGTTTTGTTGCTTCAAAAACAAAAACCATTCTCAACACCCTTCACACACGTTTCAAATCTTTGCCCCTTCAATCCAACAGCCAACTTACCAAAACATGTCTCACCCAACTGCCTTGACCGAAAACGGAGCCCATGCGCACGAATCAACTAATGATGCATGTTTGGACCTGTTTTACCACACTGTTCGTAGTTTGCAAGAAAACAGATTGGTAAATATGTTGGAAGCTGCTTGGAAATAGTCACCTTTGGACACACTCAAAATCATCTTTTACATTCGTGACTGCAATGGAGCAGGCAAAGGAGAGCGAAAGTTGTTCCAAAGTGCTATGAATTGGTTGGCCGAACAGCATGTCGAAGATTTTTTGCTCAATACCAGTCTTGTCGCAACCAAGTATGGACGTTGGGATGATTTGGTGTATTTTTTGACCAATGACGACGAAGTTGTTCGCTAGTTTGTTTCGAATTTGTTTGCTTCACAACTCAAGGCCGATAGGGCAGCAATGTTGGAAGGCAAACCCATTAGTCTTTGCGCCAAGTGGGCTCCCAGTGAAAATGGCTCTCATGACAAGAAACTCATCTCCAAACAATAGAGTCAGTCAAAAAATCTCAAGACTGTTGTGAATCAGATTTGCACTGCTTTGGGTTGCAACAAGAAGACATATCGCAAAGACTATCTTGTTCCTCTGCGTGCATATTCCAATGTAGTAGAAGTCAAGATTTCGGCAAACAAGTGGCATACCGTCGACTATGAAAAGGTGCCTAGTGTTGCCATGAACCGACTCAAGAAATCTTTTTAGAAACACGATGAGTCTAGATTCAAGGAGTATGTTGGACAGGTTGCCAAGGGCGAAAAGAAGATGAATAGTTCGCAGGTTGAATTGCATACACTCTTGCGTCCGTTGAGTGCCTATTGTGAAATCGACCCAACGGAACTGGAAGTTATCACTCAACAGTGGAATGGTATCGTCGAAGAGGTTCGCAAGTATGGAACCATGGATAGAGCAGTTGTAGTATCGGATGTTAGTGGTTCTATGGAAGGTGAACCCATGCAGGTTTCGGTTGCTTTGGGTCTGTTGGTTTCTCAACTTGCGGCCGAACCTTATAGAAACAAGGTCATCACTTTTGACGAAGAACCACAGTTTTGGGACCTGTCTCAGTGTTAGACGCTACATGAAAGAGTGACCAGACTTGCCACTGCACCTTGGGGTTGTAGCACGAATCTCTTGGGAGTGTTCAAATTGATTTTGGATGCTGCCCTTATGCACGGTTTGTCCAACGAACAGCTTCCGGATACCGTTTTCATCATTTCTGACATGCAATTCGACGAGGCATGTGGTTTTGAAGAAATGACTCATTTGGAAATTTTCAGAAAGATGTATCGCGATGCTGGCTACAGCAGAATTCCCAAGGTTGTATTTTGGAATGTAAGAGCCTCGCAGATTAACAATGTTCCTGCCCAAAAGGATGAAAAGGATGTTGTTTTGCTGTCGGGTTTCAGTCCCAAGGTGCTAAAGGCATTGTTGGCAGGTAATTTGGACGAGTTTACTCCTTAGCACTTGATGCGTACGGCGATTGATGATAAGCGCTATGATTGCATCAGATTGGCTTCTACTTCTGTTGTGGATGTTACGGATAATACAATGGATACAACTGCATAATAAAAAAGTTTTGAGTATTTCTGTACAATGTTATTCAATCTTGCGATATTTAGCAGGTTGTAGAGCAATATCAAACAATGCCAGTATAAAAACAATGGCAACTAACACAGCACTCATGACCCACAGCCCAAACCAAAAGGCAATGTAAATAGAGATGCAATAGATTGCCAATCGTACAATGAATGGCAGATTACGAAAAGTATCCTTGAATCCGTGATTGTTTTGACTTTGTTGTGTCGTTGTTTCAGGTAGTTTGGGTTGCTCAGAGTATTGACGACCGATTGGTTTCAAATCTGTACAAGGTAGTGTCGGTGGAGGTGGTCTGACAGGAATCCTTGTTGAGTTGACTTTTGGACCTATGGATCGAATATGCTATGAAACAAGTCGGGCAGGCAGTTGTTTGAACATATCTTTTTTGTTGGAAGGGGGTTTGGATTTTGGCAGAAAAACGATTTAGAATTCTTTGGACTCCAAAAACTTTTTGACCAAGTTTGAAACATGTGACCCCAAAAAATTTGTAAACCTTGGGACTTGCAACCAAAAAAATAAATTTTGGATTCGAAACTTTTTTATTGTAGATTCTTGTACTCGGCAGAATTCTTCAACACTGCAACAAGTTGATTGTAAACATCGGTCCAGTTGCTAGCATCAGAATTCAACTTTGGTTTGGACCAGTTGAACCATGTAGTCTTGCCACTTGCATCGGGGTCGCGACGTAAGGTGTCATTGTACGCCTTCTTGACCAACATGGTTGCCATAATACCTCTGTACTCATCCGAATTCTTGAGTTTGTTGCAAAGTTGGTTATAAACATCGTTACTGTTGCTGGCATCTCCGTTCAGAAGTGGTTTCGCAAAGTTGAACCAAGTTGTTTTGCCGCTCGAATCCGGGTCGCGGTTCAGGATGCTATTGTAGGCGCGCTTAACAATGTCGTTGGCAACGTTGGTCTTGTATTCGTCTGACGTCTTCAATACTGCAACATATTGGTTGTATACATCTGTTCCGTTACTAGCATCGGCATTGAGGCGTTGTTTGATGTAGGCAAGACCGGATGCTGCACCGCTCGAATCGGGGTTTCTGTTCAAAACAGTGTTGTAGGCTTTGGCGACCAATGGAGTTGCAACAAGAGTCTTGTATTCGTCAGAAGATTTCAATACGGCAACATATTGGTTGTAAACATCGTTGCTGTTGCTAGAGTCGACACTAAGTTTGGGTTTGACAAAGGCAAGTCCAGAAGCAAGGCCACTTTGGTCAGGATCACGGTTCAACACTGCATTGTATGCCTTTTTGACCAGAGGAGTTGCTACATTGGTCTTGTATTCATCCGAAGACTTTAGCACTGCAACATACAAGTTGTAAATGTCGTTACCATTGCTGGCATCTGCATTAAACTTTGGTTTAAAGTAGGCCAGTCCAGAATCCAATCCACTTTGGTCAGGTTTACGATTCAATACTTGTTGATAAGCCTAGTTTACAAATGTTGTTGCCACATTAGTCTTGTATTCGTCAGAAGATTTCAACACTGCAACATATTGTTTGTAAACATTGTCAGAATTGCTAGAATCGGCGTTAAGATTGGCATTAAAGTAGGCAATACCTGACTGCAAGCCACTTGAATCGGCAGAACGACCAAAAACGGCCTTGTAAGCCTGTTGAACAAGAGGTGTAGCAATGGTGGACTTGTATTCTGCTGACGACTTTAACACTGCAACGTATTGATTGTAAACTGCATCACTATTGCTAGCGTCTGCATTCAATTTGGTAGAAAAGTAGGCAATACCAGAATCCAATCCACTGCTGTCAGCTTTGCGATTAAAAACTTCCTAATAAGCCTTGTTGACCAATGGAGTTGCAACATTCTTCTTGTACTCGGGTGTCGCCTTGAGTTGAGCAATGAGTGCATTCGTGGCAGCAACGGGATCGTTATTCTATGCAAGTTGCTTCTGCAAAAATGTTGTCCATGTTTGGATGCCGGTAGAATCAGGTGCACGATTCAAAACCTTTTGGTAACAGTCATTGATAATACCGGCAATGCTTTGGTTGAGTATCATGGCCTTGTATTCAGGTAACTACTTGAACTGGTCGGACAGAGAATTCGTTGCAGCATTCATATCGTTACCGTTCTTTGAAAGCACATTCTTCATCCATGTAATCCACTAAGTTGCATCATTGTCGCTAATATCAGTTCCCAACAGAGACTTGTACGTAGAACGAACAGTTTGCTCAATAGTTGCATTTAACTGGTCGGCTGCAACACGCTACTTGTACGCATCCGTTTGCTTGAGTTGATTTGTAATATCGACCTTGGCAGAATCAACAGTCGCACCATCTTTGGCCAATACATTGTCGAATTGAGTTACCCAATAAGAAAGCGTAGTCGAATCAGGACTCTGACCAATGAGCGATTTGTAAAGATCCTAAACAATTTGCTCAGCAGGTTCGTTCAACGGAGCCAACTTTTGACGAATCTTGTACTCGTTGGTTTCTTGCAAGTTTTGAATCATCTGTGTTTTGGCATCACCCATATTATTATTGTTCGAGGCAAGTAACTTTTTGATCTAAGTCATCCAGCCACTGAGATCATCAGAAGTTGCAGCACGACCGAGTTGCGTAAGATAAACATCCTTGATCATACTTTGAATGTCAGCATCCGTTGGAGCAGCTGGTGTTTTTGGCTAGGGTGTTGTCGTAACGGTTTGCTAGTTTGAAGGTGTCGATGGTGCAGAAGATGAAGATGCACTAGCACCCAATGCAGTGGCTGCAACGGCAACAATCGTAATGACGAGTACGCCAATAAATGCCGAAACGATGGCTAACTTTCCGCGGTTAATCATTGTAAACAAAAGTGAGAGGAATTCAAATTTTATTAATTGGTATTGATTTTTGTGGACATGAGTCCTTTGCAAAACTTTTCGACAAGTGCAGACAGACCAAAAAAATATTGTCTAATCTTCTGACCCAAAAAGAAAAATGGTCAAGCCTGATATTTTGATACCAAGTCCACAACATCGTCAGTATCCAAAAAATCATTGGAAAAACTATGTACCGTATTCGCTTCACCATTATCATCCGGTATAACAAACTTGCAGTCCATAAGTCTAAAAGTCAATGCATGTTTGCCGCGTACAGAATCTAACAATCTAACAGAATCTCGAAGTAGTTCAAGTGAAGGTGCGACGATATAACAACTTCTAATCCACATCCGATGCAATCTTTCTGCACGAACTGCAAATAAGATCAACAACACGAGGTCACATACATTACACGACTAGTTGGGTCTAATTTGCAACTCTCGTGGGGCATGTGTCGCAAAATTCTCAAGACCAAAGAGTTTGCACGAAGCCATCGATATAATGAGTTTATGCAACTTTGGTCCCAGATATGGTAGTATGGAAGAATAAAACACATCGACTCCTTCAATCTCATCCTTTTCTACCTCATCAATGTGCGTAACCTAAATACCACTAATACAACGCCCATAAGTGTGCCAAAACCACTAGTCAATAGAACATGCCACCTTCATATGTGCAGTCAAGTCAATATAAAGTTTATCCAGAAAAGGCACTTGCTTTGCTGCGTGGAGATGGTTTACCATCGTACCGACCACATCTTGTGGTATAGGTAGCAATTTTGCCATCCGACCATCTGTGGTTATGCTATGCATTTCTACTTTGCGAACCCTAGAATCCATGAGCAGTTTAGGAACTATTTCAGCAGTTTTCTCTGACTCTGATACACTGTAAGCAATGAGCCACACATCAATGGAAAGTTTGCATTTGTTACCCGTGTCTAATGCTTCGTAGATACTGTTCATTGTTTTCAGAACGTGATCACCTGCTTGCGGCCTATACAAACTGAGCATGCTCACATGTATTCTAACTTCTTCAACACGAGAAACGAGCCACTATGCCCATCTTCGAAAGGTGGCAGATATCTCAATGGGACCCGTTTCAAACTTTTTGTCACTATCGTACATTGTCAATTCTACCAGCTTTGCCCCGAAGATGGCATGTTCAGTCTCAAATAAAAACATTCTACCACCGTGGGTCCAACTAATATGACTGAACGTTCGTACATTGTGGCTGCAAATTAGCTTCGAAATGTCGACTTTCATGACAGTGTTAAACAGGCGATAGATATTTCTGCCTGCATCATCCTTGAACCTAGCATATGGACGATCGTCAACATTCATAAATTCCAAAATGATGATGCGTATCTCTACGGGCAACAGTTGACACAAATTTTCAAGTGACATGTGTTGATAAAAGGCTGATTGGCTGAATGGTGTGGGGCAATGATCATTCGTTTTTTGGTTCGGGTTCGCGATCTAACGCGACAACACAAAAAGTTATTTGAACAACAATTATTGAATATTTACTTGATTTGTTTAGTTTGGATTTTCAAAAGTGTTTACAATCGCTGCACCCATTCATCATCCTCATTGTCAGCAGCAAGTCTGGCCTGATCTTCGTTGAAAAGTCTGGCTGCTTTTGCTCTCTCCCTTCTTGCCGCAGGTGTAGTGCTTTCGTTTGTCATTCCACCCGCAAACATATCCGTTGCGTCGTTAAGTGCATTGATAGCTTTCGTTACTACTCCAGAATCATCTTCCAATTCACTGTCATCTACATCATATCCCCTGTATTCGTTTCTAGGGAACTAGCTTGTAGTTTGGAAACATGCCCTGTGTGCAATAATGCGCTCAATAGTTTCTGCGTTGACCAAAACAGGAAGTATGGAGTATACTTGATGTCCACGCTGGTAAAAGTTGGTTACATTTCCACTTAAACCTGTAAATGTTTTGACATACTTGTTCATCTCAGCGATAGCGTCCTTTGTTATGACCAGTTCGAGAGTAATGCAGTTCTTAATATTGTCATCAATACCTTCATAAGTATCATCTTGATATCTGTCGCTGAATTCGATAACACGGTCATACAGGCTGCCGATTGGGAAGTTACCAGATTTATCATTCTTACTATCTATGCTAATAAGATGACTTTGTGGATTTTCCTTCACCTTTGTAGTTACAATGACCTTGATAGAATTCTGGTAAATTTCCTTGGATTTCTTGGAAGTACCCTATGGACCCGATACCTTTGGCTTGATACTTTGTTCGTCCAAAATGTGCTGGAGTCGTTGGCGCGCAGACTGACCATCTTGTGAACGAACCTGATAGTAGAGTGTGAGATCCTTGTCTGCCTGCACGGGGAATCCAAAGATGTATTCGTCCTGCTATTTCTTTTGGATCGCGTTCAAGAGTCCCTGGTTGATATACTCTGCGATGCTCTTTGGCTTTTCACGCTTTTCTTGAACGACGACATCGTGGTTGATAATGTCATGAGTATCTCCATGTGCCGATGTCATTTGGGCAATAACACCACTGTTGGGGAGCAATGTATAGTCATCAAGTTCAGAAGCATCTACGGGACCGCTATATTCTGATTTTTCGGGTTCAGGTAAACGCTCTTCGGACATCGTGCTGTTGGCAGGTGGTTGAGGAGTATCGGCCACTGTTGTGACTTCGGAAATGGCAGGTTCGGGTTGTTCGTTCATGTTGCTTGCCCAAACGATGGGAACATGCTTTGAGGCCAAAGAACGCTTCAAGTCGGACATGAACTTTTCGTCTGCGCTGCCTTGCCATTCTAGCTTGTTGTCGAAAACGATAATGTCACGAATGAGGGTATTGTCTATCTTGACAGGAGCCTACAGATTTGCGCGTGTACTATTACCGTTGGGATTGCTAATGAACATAGCAGGTTCTGCTTCGAGCAACAGAGCAGCTTTGCTCTATGTATCTTCTACAGTGGCTGCCGTGGTAAGTATATCGGCTATATCTCCAAAGAACAGCTAAACGTTTGTATCGTTGTAAACGTCATTTGCGGGCAGAAGACCATTGCTTGAAATGTAGTCGAGAATTTGAGCCAATAACTCGGGCGACTTGCTTGGGGTATTTACGAGGTACAAGAACAACTTCTTTGAAGATGTTGGCTGTTCTTCTTCGGTAGGAACAACTGACTGGTCTACGTCTACAGTTGAACGCGTCCAACCATTAGAATCTAAAGATTCGTCTACAGTGCTTTCGAGTTTTGAATCGGCAATAGATGGTGTTACAGGTGCCTATTCATCCTCCTTAGCTTCAACATCTTCTTCTTCATCCAAGTGTGCATCCTAAATAGACTTCATGTCAACATCCACTTCTGAGCCAATCTTACCAGTTGTTGGGACAGATTCTTCGACATCAAGAGTCAGATGACTATCCAAAACCCAGATGGTGCTAATCTCGATACGACCGTCAATGGGAACACCGTTAACGCCATTTTCGGTGGGCTTGAGAGTCTTGAACTCAATCAGTGCCTTGAGGTTCTAGTCGGCTAACAATGCATCCTTGTCTGGACTACTTCCAAAAAGCTAGACCGCTGTGCCTTGCTCCTGAGGTGGCAGGAAGTTACCAATCTGCTAAAGTGCAGCAATCAACGACTGAACAGACTGGTCGGCAGTGTAAACAGGATAGTAATAAACCGTTTCGGCGGGCAACATGTTTTCGCTAACATGTTCCTCCTCTTCTTCAACAAACACCTACTGCTTGTCGTCTTCGTTGTCACTAGCATAACCACCCGCCTCTCCTGCTCCTGTAACCGAGGGAGGTATCTGGTTCTACAAAACCTCGATATCAATCACATTCAATGCCAACTCGACTGCCCTAGCCTCAACATCCAACACTCTCAAATTGCTGGCTCTCTTGAGTTCGTCAAGATCCAAGCCATCTCTTCCACTGAAAGATTCCAACATTTTGCCATATAATTTGGCCATATCAACTGCAACATTTTCAATGGCATTGATGTCATTTTGGATACTGTCAGCATTGGCATATTCAGCCTAAGGCAACATCTTTGCGACTCCCCAAGGCTTGTTCATTTGAATATCATTTTTCGTGCCCAAATCTAGTTGTTTAGAAACGCCGTCCAATGGTTGAACTTGAGCAGCTAAGCCATTTTCATTGAACTTGCGCACCAAATCATGGATATTATCCAAACGATTGTTTCTGTTGCTCAACTCAGAAGCACTAAGCATAAAGATTTGCGCAATGGTTTCATTCTTGATGCTGGGATCGCTGAGAATCTCATATTGTTGTTCCAGTTCTTTCAACAAATCTGTAACTTCTGCGACCTTTAAGTTGGCATCACGCAGCAACTCACCAAGTTGTGAACCAATTTGACTGAAACGATTCTCAATGGTTGCAATGCGCTGACGTTCAGCTTCCTAGGCTACAAGGAAAGCAGTTTGAGCAACTTCTTCGGCTTCTTTGCGCTAGCGTTCAGCTTCCTATGCTTCTGCGATCGTTTGCTTCAACAAAGAATCAACCACAAATGCGATACATTCGTCCAATGTTTCCAGCATCTTTGCCTGTATGACATTGATGTATGTTTTCTTGATATCATGGGCAATTTGGGTCGACTTGAGCATTGATTGATATGCATTGTCGTAAATGACTTTGGCGTGTTGCCAGCGGTCGAACAATACTATTGACTAGTCACGCGTATCATTGTCCTTCATACTCTCAATCTAAATTGAAAGAAGTGTTTTTGCTGTATTCAAGTTATCGGAATTGCTTTCCATTCCCAGATTGTTGCCAAGAATCACTGATAAACGGGCCAATCTTATAAGGTTGGGGTCATTCAATACTTGTGCACGGTTCAGTACATCCTGACGCTAAGCGTTTCTATCAATATAATCGTTAACGTACTGTTCAGGAGTATTAAGAGGCTCATAATAATATCTGACTTCGTCGCCTGCACGATATGCCAAACCAATATCTACGAGTTGTTGTTGTACATCTTCAAATGCATGTTTACGCTCTGCTTCCTCCTATTCTTCCTTGACTTTCTGTTTTGCAGCGATACGAGCATCTTTTTCTGCCTTGTTGCGAATACGTTCCTGTGGTTCATCAACAATTTCTTCAGTCGAATCTGTTCTACCATTTGATTCTCGCTCCGCTGTCATCGAACTTGTTCGACTATGTGATTCTAAAGAATCGACAACTGGACCTGTCCAGAAAGAATCGGCTGTAGTTGCATGCTGTTCTTCAGTTGGAACAACTTCTTGAATGACGGGTTTGTCTTCGTTGTTTGCCTCTACATCTTCGTTGGTGAGATCCTTCTTGAGGTCTTCTGCGTTGTGTTCATCGCCTTCAGGAACAGGGACAGCGGTTTCCACAACATTCTGTTCAACAACGACGGGAGCAGACACTTCACTGGCAACAGGTTGCTATTGTTCTTCGACAATTTCAACAGGAACAGAAACAAAAACGGGTTCCTCCCCAGGCATTTCTTGCTGATTATCAAGTTCTACAGGTTCATCCTAGTTGACAACAACAGCAACTTCGCCAGCAGGCTGAACAGTTTCGACATGTTGCTGTTGCTCTTCGTCGTCTGGAATTGCTGTCGCCACTTCTTCTGGGGTTACCTCGATATGTTCTTCACCATTGACAACAGCAAGTAAAGGCTACTATACTACTTGATCTTCGTCGGAAATGATATTTGCGCTTATATCCTTCAATTTTTGAGCAAACTCCTTGGCGCTCATATTTTTTCTGAACTCCAACAATTTGCTATAAGTTGCTAATGAATCCTTTAGTTCCTTGATTTTGCCAAGTTCTTTGTCATACATGGTCTTCAACTCAGTTTTTTCAGCGTGTTGGGCAAGGACAGCAGTGCGAGCAGCTTCTTCGGCTTCCTTGCTGATGCGTTCCTATTCGGCGGCTTCGCGCAATAGTTGTTCTTTTTCTTCAGCTAAGCGTTTCTGTTCAGCTTCGGCGGCTATTCTTTTACGTTCTTCTTCGGCGGCTTCCTAGCGCTTACGTTCTGCTTCTTCTTCGGCAAGTTTAGCGACATTTTCGGCTTCTAGGCGTTCTTCTTCTTTCTAGCGCGCGAGTTCTTCTAGCTTTTGACGTTCGACTTCATCGTCAGTTTGCTCAGCGGCAACGATTGCTTGTTCAGCTTGTTCGGCAGCATCGTTGGCCTCCTCAACTTTTTCGACAGCAAATTGTTCAGCATTGTCAGCTTGTTCAGTGAGAATTTCTTCGTTGGCAGCTGCTTGTTCGATAACTGCTGCTACTACTTCTTGTTCGCTGACAACTTCCTGCACTTTTTCTTCGATGTGCTCCAATTCCGCTTTGACTTCTTGAATTTGCTCTAATGCCTCCTGTATTTGTTCCTATGCAACATCTGGTTGAATAACCTCAACCTCGACGGCTACAGCAGCATCGGGTGTAGTTGCAACAATGGTAGCTACAACTGCGTCTGCAACTTCTGCAACTGGCGCAGTTGGTTCTGCCTAAACTGCTGGAACATCCACCTAAATTTCTGCCACAGGTTCTTCTTGTACAGGAACGGTGGGAGCAGGAGCAACTTCTGCGGGCTGAACAATAGGAACGGAAACAGAAACGATTGGAGCAGGTAACACCGCAGGAACAGCGGCGACAACATCCAGCTTCTTTTCAATCTGCTCCAACGAGGCAATGGCATCAGCGAGGGAGCGCATTCTGTCAGCAGACTGGGCAGAATCGGTGTTGTCGCTGGCATCAGTGGCATCGGTAGCGACAGAAGAGGATGGGGCCAAGTTGCCAATCATTGACAGAGCATCGGCAAGATTTCGAATGTGCTCGCTGTCGATGGCGGGATTGGCGCTGACAGAGTCCGTGTTCTGGATACTTTGTTGAAGAAGTTCGATGGCGTCAGCCAATTTGCGCATTTCTTCTTGATTGTTGGACATGCTTTGTTTGTAGGGATAGGGTTGGTAAGGGTAAGAATGGAAAAATGAATTGCTTCCGCAAAGAAAATGGTTGACTCGCTTGAAATTAGTTTGTTGTATTAGGCTTGACAAATTTTTTGTTTGCCGGTTGAGTGAGTTTTTTAGTTTGGTTGCGTTGTTTGCATCTGATAAATACAATGACAGAGGTTTTTATGGACATTTAAAAGCTGTTACATAACCATTCAAGTGTTTCCAAACATTTTGTTGGAGTTGGTGTCGATTCAGAGTCAGTTGTAGTTGTAGCAGATTCTTTAGAATCAAATGGTCGAACAGGTTCAACTGCAGAAGTAGAAAGCACTTGTTGAACATGCTTGCTCGCTTCATCTACCCAACTTTGGATTCTTTCGCCGTCCCATTCGCGAACATAAAGGGATAATATGAAGGCACATACATCTCTCATGTAAATGGGCATGTCGTAATAGACAACGTGTTTCATGCCGTCGTGAGCAAAACTATTTTCAAAGATGTTCCGTACATCCAAAAGTTTTGTGCTGCTTTGTACGTTGTCTCTGACATAGTCGAAACTATCCTACTACTTGTCTGCTATGGATGCAATTCCAAAGTCGATTACTTTTACAATGGGCCAACCTTCTTTGATGTGCAGCTGAATGGTGGTATTTTGGGTGTTGTGTGCAGCAAAGGGATAGGCTATGTTGACTACCATGTCACTTTCGGATTCTATGCACATGATGTTGGATGTGTATAGATCATTATGGGTAACATGTGCATCTTTGGCAAGCCAGGCTAACTAATAAAATACTTGTTTCATCAAGCAAATAAACTTTTCGAAGCAATCGTCTTCTGTTTCATGGTCCAATCTTTCCAGCACATCAAAAAGGTTTTCGTCAGCAAGTTCAAACATGATGTAATGTTCGCCAATGTAGGCTGCGCCGGGTTGTCCGTAATAGTCGCCTAAATAGTTGATGACAAAGGAATAGTTGTTGGTGTTGCGACAGGATTTGATTCTCTTGAATATTTCGACTTCTGTTTGGATACGCTAAAGACTGGTTTGTGATGTGTAGACTTGTTTCTTGATTGCGATTGCTTGACCATCCAAATAGAGTTTGTATACTAAACCACCAGCACCTTTGCCGAGAAAACATTTGCGTCGTAACAATGGATTGAGGTCTGGACTTTTTAGATAGTATGTAGGATGACCATGACTTGTATCTGCTAAACAGTTAAGTTGAATGAATCGCGATACTGCCTACTATTGTTGCAGTTGAGGTGATGTTGTGTTGTTGGTTGAAAATGAAAGTGCAAGTGAAGCCATTGTCTGGAGAAAAAACTTTTTGAGGTTCGTTGGTTTGAGGTGGTCAAGGCAAAAAATATTTTGAACAAAAGTCCAAAAAATATTTCGGACCAACAACAACTGGATCATCAAATAAATATTTATGGCCCTCATTACAAAATATTTTTTGACATACTCATAACTTGTATCGATGACGACAAACCACCACCACTGCCAACAACAATAGCAACCTAATAACAGCAACCTGCAAAACAAACTCTTGGGTTGTGGCATAGGAGCCATAGTTGGTGATGCCTTTGGTATGCCAACAGAATTCAAGAGGTTTCCCTTCTCGGGTAAGGGAGCCAACAAGTAGGGTTTCATAGAGCGTATGGTATCGGGTGAAAGTATTGACGGATTCGGAAACTTGTTACCTGCCGGTCACTTTACCGATGATACAGAAATGGCTCTTTGTGTTTTGCGAGCATATTAGTTGAATTGTAACACTTCACTGACCACTGAACAAGTTGCCAAAGAATTTATTGAATGGTACAAGAAGCAACCCGATGATGTTGGTGCTTATACTCGAAACATTTTGGAACAAGTCAAGAAACCCTAGGATGCACAAAAGGTTATTGCTCAAGTATATGCCCAAGATCCGAGCAAAGGAGAATCCAACGGTTGTGTTATGCGTTGTTGGCCTGTTTCTGTTGTAAATGCCAGCAAAAGTGAACAGCGACTGTTGAATGACTCCGTTGCATAGTGCAAAGCAACTCATTTGAACCGAGGTGCAGTTGGTATTGCCTTGTTTGTAAATTTGATACACTACAAAATGTTCAATGAACCTGAAACGAATAAGAAAAAGATTTTGGTGAGTGCATTGAAAAATAAGGTGGTCAGAGAATGGTTGCCCGACAAATTTGTTACAGCGATAGTTGATGCCATAAGGAAGCCACTTTACTTCGAAGAATTGGTCGTAAAGAAAGGTTGCAATACCGGGTGGGCATTGAACACTATTGTAAATGCGATTCATGCCTTCTTGACAACAGATTCATACTATAATTCCATATTGTACGCTGCAAATTTGGGTGACGATGCAGATACGGTTGCTTCTGTTGTAGGTGGAATAGCAGGAGCATATTACGGTTTTGACAATATACCTTCTGACCTTTTGGATGTTGTCAAGGGCAAATTTCCAATTCATGATGGTCCATTGCTTCGACAAAATGAGTTGAAGCAGATGATTTTAAGTCTTGTGGATTCGGGAAGTGGCCAGGGTCAAGCGAATTTGAAACCCAAGACTTCATCTACACCTAATACAAGTAAACCTTCATATTCAACAATGATCAATGCTAATGCACAACAATAGAGTCAGACATTGCAAGTTGCAACAAGGTTCAAAAAGATTGGTGGTTGATGTATAATACAAAAGAAAGTAAAACAAAAATGTTTTGGAGTCCAACTTTTTTCTTGTCCAAGTCCAAAAAAATATTTCGAGCCAACAATAATCCGAAAAAAATTCATATTTGAATTGGTCCAACAAAACAAACAACTTTTTCTCGTAACCCAACAACCAACCAACCAACCAATACCAATGCCCCACCCTCAAACCCAAACCCCTACTGACGCCATGGAAAACATGATATTCCAATACATGCTCTAGGCTTTCAAAAAGGTCATCGATACTCCGGCACTCGATATGCTTGACGATGATGGTCGCAGTTTGATCATAGGTCAATTCGGCTTCCTACTCATGCGCAACAAGGACGACGTAGAATATGCTCTCCAAAAGGGATTCAAGTTGGCCGACATGGTAAATTATGGTCTTTGTGATGGGGGCATGGGTAATTTGTCAAGAGATCTCTTCGAAAAGTATGTTCACACAATGACCAACGATATGTGGATTCACGTGGCAACTGCCGACCCTGAAAACGAAGACCATGTGAATTGGGTCAAGTCTATTGTCAAGGATCAGAAAACATTGGATCTCATCGACAAGGAAGTAGTCAACAAACTCGTTTACAAACATGGTGTATATGAAATGGTGTACGCAGTCAAACATTGGGTCAGTCGCTCCAAAGAAGTTATTGGCAACACCTCCATCAACTGGGAGATAACAGAAACTCCTGGTTAGGATGGAATCTCTGACTTTGTGGTAGGATTGCATTTGGATGGAGATGACAAGGAAGAAAGGGACAGAATCCACACGATTATTGACAAGTACAAATTGTGTCCCAATGGACAATAGGTCTTGTATGATAAGAACGATCACAAGATTTACGTATCAACTGAGGGCGATGGCTTTTATTTGCTGGTCCTTGGTCCCAAATGGAGCGTCATCAAGCATGCTTTACTGGCCGAACATGATCTTACCGAAGTGTAATATTGTTGTTGTTTGATTTGATGGATGAGGAGGATGACGAGCGATGAATGAAACATCCGCTGAGAAATGGAGTCAAATGAATAATTTGTTGTATAAATTTTTATGCTGTAAATTTTTTTTGAAGTCCAAACATTTTCTGGTCCAAAGTCAAAAAAAACTTTTTCCGAACAAACACTTTTGTGGTCAAACAAAAAAACTTTTTATCTCTGTCCCAAACATTCACCCAACAAACACAACATGGTCACTCACACAATTTTTGACGACTCGCGCAACATTGTCACCGACCCCATCAAAGCAGAAGCACTTGGAAACATTAGACACTGGAACGATGAGCAACAAAGATTGGACCAGTGGAAAAATCAAGACTGGACCAAGTTGAGATGCACCGACATTGACGAAGCCATGGCTCGCTGGCAAAGAAAACTTTATAATGCCGTTCAAAATGGCTAGGACGCCAAAGAAAGTTGCAAGTTCATGATTCAAATCAGTAGTCATTGGGATGCCGTAAAGCGTGACAACAAAAAGATTATGAGATTTGTACGCATTCCCGATCCCAAGGAAGAAGATTGGTGTTTCTCGGCATACAGAGGACAACAAAAGGGTTCATTTGCGTGGATTGCCTTTGCAAACAATGTGGACGATTTGCTTCCCGATCCTTTGGACAGACCCGTTATTGATGCAAATATTCGTTATGACATTGTATGCCGCAATTGACTTGTTTGAAATTGAATTGGCCAGCGCAATGACACAAAAGTAAATAAGATTTGTTACTAGTTGTACACATTGATAATCACAAAAATTTTAATATCGGATCAGTTTCTCCATCATCATACACCCAACTTGGCTACTATTGTTGTGCGGCCTTGATGCTAGCGCAGTCGCTCTTGTGCTTTTCAGTCCAGTGTTTATGCTGACACTCTTTGCTGCAATAGGAAAACAACTTACATCCACCGCAAATATTCAACTAAACAAGTCCATTTCTATCATCGGGATGTAAGCGCTAAAGAAGCTGTTTCAATAGACCGTGTTTGCCACATTGTACGCAACGTGCACATGACATTTCTATGGTGGAGAATACTTCTCTGTTGCCAAGTTCGACAATCTTGTTCAATGTTGGGCGCACAGAGTCACTTTCACCAAAGAGTTTCGAAACGGCACCAGGAATGACAATCTTCTTTTCGCTACAGATAAAACCCATTTTTGTGTCCTTTTGTATGGTGTTCAGATACTACAACTACATGTCCTTGTGAATTAGCATACTAATGCATTGCTCCAATCGTTTTCCGTGTTCGTATTTGACAAATCTGGTAACTATTGCGAAGGTGTTTTTATCCTTCATGGACAGTTTGATTCTTGGCGTGATGCTGTCCTATATTGTTTGCCAGCGACCGTCGTCATTATTTCTGATATCTCTAAGTTTGATAAAGTAAACCTAGATATCTTCTTCCGAAACTGCATTGATTGGTGAGCAGAGTGTTGTCATCAAGAAGCCTGTGCCGTGCTTCGATAACATTTGCATATATTGCTTGTGTAGTGTCATGGAATTTCTGTAGAGTAGTTGCGACATGATGAGTCCAGCAACATCGTAGTGCTGTCCAATGTTGTCATGGTTGGTGGAGGTGGCTGTGGATGTCATGGGTTGTTTTTTTTCGAGGGCCAGAAGAGATGAAAAAAATGTTTTTTTGATGTGCCTCCAAGCAAGCAACGAAACATTATTTTTTTCTGAGGGTTGCCAAAGAACAAATCATCGACAAATAAACATGTAAAATCTGTTATTTCGCTTTTTATGGATACATTCACTACCGATAATGATGATAGTAGAATACAGGTGACGACTGAACCGCTTGCTGTACTTGCTCGCAAAATGTTTTGAGCGACGCGTTCATCAAGATTGGTAGTTGAAACCGTTGATTGCCAATGGTCTACATGTTACAAGATTGACAATAGATGAAAACTTGTTTGTCGACCCGTTGCGCCTAGGCCAGCATTTTTTCTAGTTCACATACTCCATCGAAATAGAGGTCAACACCAAATATGTTCAGATAGTCAAGACCTTCGTCGCTAGTGAGAACATCCAATATCTAGGAAAGTGCGACTGACCGCTGCTCACGCATGCTGCCTTGAATGTAGAGTTTGTACGGCAAATAATTACGCGTGTTGCTGTTACCGATATTATTAGGTAGCAAATCTCTGCGGCTGTACCCGTTGAACATGGATGGATTTATGAGTATCTCATCCAACCTGCGTTGCGTTGTCGGCAGTATGTGCGTAAAGAAGAATTCGGCTGCTTGTCCTGATGAACATATATACGAACCACCCAAGTATTCTATATTACGGACATGTGGACCGATGACTTGCCAGAATTCTGGTGTGTCATAAAGTGGTTTCGTGTTTGTTGACTGAGTGAATTCATCATGCTCAATGCCAAATGGTCGCCTGTGACACACGTCAAAATACAATTTTTGTTTGCATTCTGCTGGCATGGTCTTGACTGATTCGTAAATTTCGGTTGCCAAACTGTCGTCCGAATTACAAAAGTCTAGGTCGTAGGTCACAGTTTTAACGTACTTGTTTCTGACATAATCTTTGAGAGCATTTGCGGCCTGCTTGGTCTCACCGGCGTCGAAAAGGTCGGTATGATAATTCACGGCCAGATGAAGTTCGGCATTGCGCTAAATGAGTTGCATCATTCTGGATTCTGTGGTATTGTTGTTGCTAGCTGCTGGTAATGACTATTGATTTGCCGAGTTATTGTGTGTCATGGTCAATACGGGCCAGTTGACGCGCAACTTTTTGACCTTGGGTGCCATTTTTTCCAGATGGTCCAAACATTTGTCAACGGAATCGATATGAACATTGACACTCAACACCTAAGCATCCTTAAACATCAAAGTAGTCTTTGGTTTGGCAAATAAATCCACCATTTTCCACAATTCTGACTCTACCAGCGCCTGTCCAGCGAACAAATCCTCTGTATTCAGTTGCTAGTAGTATCCAAATATGCGGTAAATTTTTCGCATACAGTCATCTTCAAAGTAACCATAGTTTTGGATGCCTTGCTTTTCGGTCTTGTCCAAAAATTGGAGGCAATGAATTTTGAGAACATAGGGCAGCTGGCAATAGGGATTTGTTGTGGCTCTTGAACGTTTGCGAGAAGTAGTGGTAGTAGGCATGGTTGTTGATAAGTGGCAAGTGAAAGGGTTTGCTTGTTTGGATGGGCGAAAGAATGTTGGTTGACTTTTTTCCTGGTCAAAAGACAGGCGCGTGTGTGTATTTTTTTTCGTGTTCTCCTCGGTCTGCGTTCTTGAGGGTTTTCCGACAATAAACAAACAAGTGTATATTTCAATTCCACTTTATTTCATTAAATATAACCAAAAACTTGGCCATGTTATTCTTGACAATAATGTTCTACTTGTCCAAATACCTGTTGCGTGCAAAACATTCATAACCCCAACTTTTGTTATTGCTATCATAAGTAGCATAGTTCTGACCATTAGAACCAAAACATGCATCGACAATATTACCATTTGTCTGATCCAAAAGAGCAAATCTGTCATCAACTTTGATGCTCTATCCATGCTATATTGAATCTTGAATTTGAATGTATGCTCCAACTGAGCGCCAGTTAAATCTCCAATTGATATGATTGACCATGAATGTAGATGATTCCAATACTTCTTTGCTAGGAGGCATGCCAGCAGATGGGAAAAATTTGTCACTATTTTCGAGTGTTACAATAATAGATCGCTCACGAATGTTCAGCTGGCTGAATTGTTTGACGACACTGTTCTTTTGTATGTGATGCATCATGATTTCACACAAGGTTTTCTGTCCCACGGCATTGTTACTGGACACTACATTGACAATAAATTCGAGCGACATTTTTCTGTATGCCAAGTGTTGGAATATTTCGTGGTATTGGGTGTGGCTCTGAGAAGATGACCATTCCACCAAAAAGTTGTAAAGCGCTTCTTCTTCTTTTCCGGCATCGTTTTCAATGCTCAGATAGGGCATATTGTCCAAAAGGCTACATAGTGCAACGACGCTGAGACTGTCTATGGGTTTACTCGATCGTGTAGCTGTAACAGCAACCTGTGATATGACGTTAGTAGTCTACAATTCATCTTCAGTAGGTTCTAAATCGTCACCATTGAGATAGCTACGCCACTAGGCACCAATTTTTGAACCCAGTTTCAGACAATGAGCAGCAAAGTTTGGGTTTTGATTTCCTATGCCAACGAGAATATCATAGACTGCGCATGCATTTGTCTCGTCGATCAGGGAAAGTTGATATGTTTTGAACAAGTGGTCCAAGACGGCTTGCTACATTTTTTGGAAACTTATCATGTCAACTGCCGTTAGAATTTCTACTACATGTTCTTTTTGGAGTGATTCCAAGTTGTTGGTGTAAATGTACTCCAAAATGAGTTGAAATACTTTCCAAGATATGTTTTCAATGTGAACAACCATGGGTAACTCTGATTCTGGACATGCCTAGTGTTGCCACTCTTTGCTCATGCCCAACAGGTTAGCAAAGTAGTTGCATGCTTCCGAAAGTATTTGTCGATGAGCAATACAGTATTGGTAGCCAAAGTTTTGCTCTTTGAAAACAAAAACTACATCGTAGCCCAGAATGCGAGTGTTGAGGTTGAATGCTTTTTTGGCTTCTGTTACAACATCAACATCATGTTCGGTCAATAACATATGCAGTGTTTGGTCCAAATTTTGACAGATCAAACCGGATATGTTGTAAAGACTTTTGAGTTGAGACTGTGTGTAAGGGGTTGTTGCTGTTGAGGAGGAGGACATGAAAAGAGGGGTGTTGATTGGCGAAAGTAAAGAATGAATTGGTTTGCGTTGAACATTTTTTTCTTTCAACAAAAAATTGAGTATTACTGCTTTATACTGGTTGTCACACATCCATAAACGGATCGGGTTCATATTCATTATACTCCCAAAATGTCTGAGACTAATAATACTCCTTGATGCTGGCACATTCGCATTTATGCCTATCATTCCAGTGCTACAACTAACACTCTTTGCTGCAATAGGCAAACAGTTTACATCCGCCGCAGATGCTTAGCTATGCAAGTCTGTCTCTATCTTCCTTGTACAAATGTTGAAGATGTTGTTTCAATAGACCTTCTTTGCCACATTGTACACATCGAGCATTGGAAATATCCACGTCTACGAATACATTACTGTTGCCCAGCGTGACTCGCTTATCTATGGAAGAATGCATAGAGTCGTGGTCGTCAAAGAATTTTCGAATGGCAGCAGGAAAAGCGGACCCCCCTACGTTTTCATCTTTTGCCGTGCGATTTTGAAACTACAAATAAGTGTCCTTGTGAATGAGCATTGCGTTGTATAATTCTAATCTTCTGTCGTCTTCGAATTTCATCATTCGGATGACCATTGTAACGCTATCCTTCTTGGTCATGGAATATTTGACTCTAGGTGTGATGAATTCTAGTGCAGCATTCCAGCCGTCATGACCTTCTTTGCGAACATCTCGCACCTTGACAAAATGGACTTTCATGTCTTTTTCTGATATGGCGTGTATTGGCGAACAGAGTGTCACCATCAGAAAGCCTGCACCGTGTTTTGATAGCATTTGCATGTATTGCTTGTGTAGTGTTACAGAATTTTTGAACAACAACCAAAGTACAATTACTTGGGCAAATTCGTGGTGTTGTGGCGGTTGGGCATCGCAGGGTTCGATGGATTCGATTTTGTGTTTGGGGTTGACCATTTGTTTGGTAATGAGAATAGAGAGAGGGTGGGTGTGGGATGCAGCAAAGCAAGTAAAAAGTTTTCGGACGCCAAAATATTTTTTTTGTGTGGTTGCCAGTTTCAGTTTTTTTTGTTTTGGCTGCTCAAGAATAAGAAACCTTTCGACTTTTTGTCAACGTTCAACGTAACAAGTTTTTACCCTGTACAGTTTCGGCAGAACGAGTTTTTACCCAACATTCATGTCCGCGACCACCAATATTACCTTTGAATACTTTCCGAGAATGTGGAAGTGCGATGACCACAAGAAACAATCGGTCAGTTGCAACAAAGATGTGTTTGCGTCTGCGTTAACTGAGTTGGTCCAATAGTCGGCATGTTGGTTGAGAAGTAATTATAGTATGTCAAGGTTCAACTGGAATGTAGGAACCAACCTTTTGTAGTCTCAAAATCAAGAGTACAGAAACAAGATTCGATTCGAGTTGGCTGACATGTTGGAGAGGGGTAATATTGAGGCTGAACTCGTTGAACAATTGGCAGGTTTCGATTTATCGGGTCTTGTTTATTTGCATCGACTTTCGACTTTTACTGTGAACAACTCATAGGTTACACTGTCACTCGGTCAAGTTGTGGACATGTGTAGGTTTCTGGGTTGTGTTCAAGGTTTCTGGAATGTTGAACAGTTGTCCGAAGAATTCAGGGTTTTTTGGGGTAAACTTTCAAAGTTGTTGTAGATGGCAGTTGACAAGAATGGTGTTGTAATTGTTTATTGGGAATAAATGATGTTGTATTAGGTGTTGCATGTATTTGGTATTGTTCAATGTTGGTGTTGTACAGAGACAAAAATATTTTTTGGGGACAGGTTTGGGTTGAGTGGTCAAAAAAAAGTTTTGAGAGTTGCCAAAAGTTTCGAAAACAGTTTTGAGTCTGCACTGGTCCAAAAAATTTCGGCAACTTCAAAAAATTTTATTTACTCCGTTGCGAATGCTGGAATCTTTGTCCCTCAAGACTCGAATTTACTTTGAACCAACTTGAACAACTCAAGCAACTACTACAACGAGTATTCTCCTTTTGCAATTTCGTTACTGTCAAACATATGACAACACTCCAAATAAATTGTACATGTATGAGTATCCTGAGCAACTTCTAATATCATGGGCATATGATATTCACTCAAACAAATATTGCAATCAACCATGGTCATATGCTAACACTTCTAGTATTTTAAAAAGTTGGCTAGGTCGTACATATCAACTGTATTATATGAGCAATAGCCAAAAGGATAAATGCTCAAGTGTTCTAGGGTTTGGGGTATCATTTTCATTGTAACCATGTCTGCAAAGATGTATGGAGTAACTTCAAGGTCTTTGATACTGATAAGCGATGGAAATACTGTTTGAAGCAAAAAGCCGTTATTCCAGTCGTATACACCGGGTCTATGGCTCTCTGAAAAATATATTCTCTTGATTTGTGAACCTACTACTTGCCAAAAGTTTGGAGTACCGAACAGCGTGCAATAGTCTGTAATGCCAAAATATTCGTAATTGATTTCGATGTGCACTTCGAATGTTGCCTTTTGTTCGTCAGTCAGAACAGATATTGTTCTCATCAAATCTCCAAGTATTTCATCATTGATGCAACTGTCGGTAAATTCAATAATGGTTTTGGTTGGTTTGGGATATGTAGCCAATATGAGTTTGTCGTATATGCTCGAATATGTGTTGCCTAATTCCGAATCTGTGTTTAGCGACACCGTTGTATCTATGGATTTGACATTTTTGGGCAACGAGCAGTTGTTGAAGAAGTCTAGTTCATGTTTTATGGTATCAATATTGCTATATATGCATGTGTTGAGGTGCAAGTTGATTTGGGTTACAAGTTTGCTCAAGGTAGAGAGTTTTGGGATACCATTTTTCAACGATGTTATTGGAATCTATATATTGCAAGTATCTATGCCTTTTATGATTTTGGTTTTGGGGTTGAACATGTCAAAGTCAATATGAAAACCAAAGACTCGATACTGTTTGCGCATGCAATCGTCCAAGAAGTAACCATAGTTTTTGGTGTCATTGCCCAAGTTGAGGTCCAGATATTTGAGACAGTGAATGCGAAGAACAAAGGGCAGTTGGGTGTAAGTGTGGGTGAACATGAGGGGTATGATATAGAAATTTTTTTGAGAGGTCCAAGTTTTTCGAGGGACTGAACACCAAAAATGTTTTGAAACTGAGTCTGGTTCAAAAAGTTTTGAGCAAGTTTTTGGAAACCTGTTACACCAAAAAATTTTAGACCTGTCCCGCAAAAATTGTTCGAGTCTCAAAATTTGTCATGACCAACAACCTTGGTATACAAATGTTGTTTCAATAAATGATATCGTGTTTATACAATACAAATCTGTATGGGTTTGAGGTATTTGACCAGGTTCGGTCCTTGACAACATGAGAAGAAAAGGACCAATGTCGAACAACATCAACTTGACATGAGTCTCATATTGACAATTCACCAATCTGCACTCTCGTATTGATTGTTCATATCCCAAACTAACAAGAAATGGTGTGATTGGTGTTTGGATGAAAGGTGAACATGTTGAAAGTTGCTGTGCGGGTTGATGTTGTTCGGCATAGATTTGTTCATAGTGTCGACATCGTATTTTGAGCAACTGACAGTCATAATAGAACAATAGATATGTTGTTTGCATAGACGAGATGTGTTATGGGGCAATGTTGAACCATAGGTTATCATCATATTGAAGTTGAAGTATGGAAAGCAAAATTTATTTGTTGAACAGGTTGGTTGTTCAAAGTTCTAAAAATTTTTTGGACCAGACTAGATTTGCAATTTGCCAAAATTTTTGGAGTCCGGTCAAGTCCAAACCAAAAAATAAAATTTGAACCTCGAACATTTTTAGACCTGTCCCGCAAAAATATTTTTTGGTGCTTCTCTTTGGACAACGATACACGGTAACGTTAGTATAGTTCAACTTTAAACAACACAACTTTATATTCACTTTTAGTTCAATAAATCCAATAGTCGCCATCTTCCATCTGTTGGATTTCGTATTCAATTCTGTCACAGAGTTTTGCCAGAGTAAACTCGCCACCGAGATGCTGACCATAAGAAGGAGCATCACCGTCATCGATTTCGAACCAACACTTGATGAAATCTATTTCGAGACTGGGATTGGTCTGCTCTTTTGCCTTTATGTTCTTTATCATTTCTTTGACTTCTTCCTTGTCATACATAGACACACAACAATGGGGAATAATAATGTACTTGCAGTTACATCTATGAGCAAAATCCAATAAATCCAAAATGTGGACACTATCCATCCTATCTCGATCTGCGCCGGCTACAGTAATTAAACTGATGTTATTCGTATTCTTTTGTTTGCACAATGCGTTGAATAAATGGGGAGTGCAATCAAATTCTGTTAATTTGGTCAATGTTGGCATAACCGTATTCAACATAAAGTCTACTGACTCATCCCAGTCATTCATCGGCAGTGTATTGCGGGCAAAATTGATGTTTGTAACATATGGACCTACTTGCTGCCAAAATTCTTTGGTATCAATAGATTCTTCTAGGTGTCTCATATCCTCACTACATCCAAAGTATCTAAATGTCTGGACGTCAATAGCAAGTTTGGATTTCTGCTCGGTTGTCATCTCGGATATGGATTTCAGTAGTTCGTCATAAGTATCTCTATTTGCATTTTCTACATCAAGTTCAAAAGTTACTTGATTCACTTTTTCATGTTTTACTGATTCCATAAGATGCTCGTAAACATACACATTATCGCTATCTTCATCATCATTGGAAGATTCATCTTCAGGACCAGTATGTTCTATATGGTTAGAAAAGGACCTAACATTTTTGGGCCATAAAAAATATTTCAAAGCATCGTACAAATCTGTCGGATCACCAATACCAGCAATGGACCAAAAACATACTTCAATTCTGCTCAACTTCTTACCGAGTTCCAAAATTAAGATGTCATCCTTTTCAAACTCTAATGGACTAAGAACTAATTCACAAGTATCTATTCCGCTAATAAATTTCTATTTCCATTTATCATCTATCAGGTCCAATATGATATGAAAATCGAAAACTCTATATATTTTGCGCATGCAGTCGTCTATGAAATAACCATAGTTGGCGAATGGTTTAGTATCGTCCGAATCATTAATGTCCAAAAATTTGAGACAGCAAATGCGAAGTACGAATGGCAATTGTTGGTATGGAAATGCAGAGGCTCGTGTGCGCTTCATGGTTGAACTAAATTGGTGAAATGATGATTTCTTGTTTCAATAAATTGTCTTCTCAGTTTCAGCGTTCATTTCTTTCAATGAACAAAAGTCTCGTCGTTTCACAAACATCGTTCTTACACATTCATTCATGTATTACTATACCGTTGGTGGCCATAAGTATCATTACAGATCAGACTGCGGAAGAGGCAAAAAGTACATGGCGTTTTCGTTGGATAAACTTCCAAAGAAAGCTACTATCGAGTGCAAACATTGTAAAGATGTATTGGACAGAAAATGGGCTATGATACGTGCTTGTAACGATAGAAAGGTTAAAAAAGTTCAGGAAAAACATGATTCGGATGCTGTGGCAGGTATTAGAAAACCAAGACGTATAGCAATGACACCATTGGAGTTTCAAGAATATTTACGTAAGAAAAGCAACTAGTATTATCATGCACATAAGCATGAAGCATGGTATTAGCTTGGTAGACATATACAATATGTAAAAGACGGAGCAAGAAGACGAAAACTGGTAATGGATTTATCCAACGATACGATAAGGGAGTTCTTGACTTTACCTTGTACATACTGTTCTTCTGCAGTAACAATGTCAGACACAGATCCAACATTTACTGGTATCGATAGAGTCAATAATCGCGAAGGTTATTTTAATGACAACGTTGTTCCGTGTTGCAGTGAGTGCAATCGCATGAAATGGGCTCATTCTCTCAATGATTTTGTTTAGATTTGTACCAATGTGGCTAGCAATTTTAATCGTATTGACAAAACACCATCATTTAACTTTGCATCTGTTCGCATGAAATTTAGTCAAGAATATTCCCGATACAAGCAGTCAGCACATAAAAAAGGTCGTTAGTTTGCCTTGTCGCGCGAAGAGTTTCATGCAATGTCGTTGTCAGATTGTTATTATTGTTCAAGACACCCATCACCAAAGGACAAAACAAACTATCTCACTGGGCCTACCGGTGTAGATAGAGTAGACTCCAAAGTGGGTTATCTGCCATCGAACTGTGTCCCTTGTTGTGTGAGATGCAACTTCGCCAAATCAAATACGGACGTACATGTATTTATCGACAAGTGCTCTCAGGTTGCCAAAAATTGGTCATGGCTGTTGGATTTGCCAGAAACAAACGACCAACAGTTGAGAGATATTGTAGTTGGCTTCTGTGCACAAAATATGAATGAAGAGGAGGAGGATGGCGAGCAGTAAACATTAAATGGATCACAATGGAAAGTAATGAAACTAAAGAATATATTATTGTATTTCGAAGTATTGTTATACGTTCTTGTACGTTCTCGTTGCTTGATATTACGCTTAAGAAGTAAATAATGTGCCGCCTTTTTGAACAGAATAAGAGATTTAAGGTTAGCAAACGCATTAGAGTAAGAATAAAAATCAAATAAAGCGTATACGACGTACCAAGACCGTGCGTGTATCTGAAGACTGTGGTTTTGCATTGGTGTAGAGGAAGAAGAAAAAACGCGGGTTAGTAAACTGTCGGTAAACACAAAAAATAAACAAGCGCTTCCACGATACGTTCTGTTCCAATTTCTACCGAAGATGATGATGGTGCAGTTCTCCTGATCCAAACCAGCCTGGAGACGGAAGGACATGTCGACGTTGTCAATTCTGCTCATGTTGCAGCTGCCCGAGGGTTGAGGCTCTTCGGGATAGAGAGCGAACGAGTAGCAGTAAACGTGGCTCTTGGGGATGCTGCTGTGGTGCTGGTAGGGCTGGACGGTACGGTAGTATTTGCCCTCTCGGCCACCGAAGCGAACCAAGTTGTTCAAGCGAAGTTGAACGGTCTCGATGGGGTCCATGCCATCAATACCAGAGTAGTTGAACCAGTTGTTGGCATCTTCGTTAACCTTACGACGGAGAGCCCAGATGAGTTCAATGATGGGGTGGTTGAACTGGAGAGGAACCTGAACCTCACGGCCGTTGGTGTTGTAGCTGGTGGCCTGGAGTTGAGAAATCAACTGATCGAAGTTGGCCAAGGCGAAACGGTTGCGTTCCTCGATGTCCAAGTGAATGAACGTAGTATCGATGAAGGCAGACAGATCGTTATTGGCAAGAGGCTGACCATCGACGCACTTGACGACAGTGGTGCTGGAATCGCTGACAACAACGCAGTCACGGAGGGCAGCCCAGGTAACGTTCAACTGAACACCGTGGAATTGGAGGGTGCACAAGGGGAGAGCATTACCAGAAGTTTGGGTGAACCAGAAGGGCAGAGGAACATAGAGACGCTGGTTAAGACGAGCATCCTTGATCAACTGGAGACGGCTCTTGCGCTTGCCAATCATTTCCTTGAGACGCTTGCCGGCCTTGCCAGATAACTCTTCCCACATGTACAGATAGTCCGAATAGAGGGTGTCAACCTCATGGCCACCAATGACCAACTGAGCCTGTTGAACAATGAACTGACCAATACCGTTGACCCAGTGAGCCCAGGGCTTGCCAGTGGGGAGAGCAGCAGCAGAGCAGTCGCTCATCTTGTCAACTTCGGGGTTGTAGCAACCGCCAAAGTTCTGGAGACGCCAAGGAGCACGGCCCTGATCGACCTGATTCTGGATTTCGGGATCGGTGAGGTCGATGGTGGGGGCAACATCCTCGCTAAGCTTGGCGAAGAAACGAGCATCCTGAGTCTTGGGCTCGTTGAAACGGTCATTGAACTGAACCTGAGGAGCAAACTCGCAAACGTAGTCATCATCAGTAGTGTCAGCAACGGCGCTACGGCAACCACGAATGGCGGGCAGATCAACAACGACGTAGAGGTAGTAAATCAGATCACCAGTGCGGTTCAGAGTAATCTGAGAGAAGCCACCGAATGCGGGCTGGCTCTGGAAAGGCTGGCCGACGGCATCCATGGCAAAGTTGGTGTGACGGGCATAACGGAAACGCCAGAAGGTCACGGTAGCACCCTTGATCAAGTAGGCATCAATGGCGCCGAGAGCAACAAGCTGATTAATAGTACCCTGATTGGAAGTACCGAATGAACCACTGCTAAGGAAGGACATTTTTTTGTTGGATTAGTGTTCTGCTAAAGTGAAGAGGAGTCTTTTATAGTGTTCGCAACAGAAAAATTCGTTCAGAAAACGACTGTTAGTTGTTCGACGAGATAGTCAAGACTGATTTACTCTTTTATTGCAACATTTTTTTTCGGTGTTTCGGGTTTTTTGGTTTGTTGTTGTTGGCGGTCCTTTTTTTGTTTGGTGTCTGTCTGTTTGTCTGCGAGCAGAGAGGAATACAGAGCAGGGGATTTGAACCTGTGGGACAGGATTTGTTTGCAGGTTAAGTTGGCCACTTTTTTTGTTTGATGACCAGAACAGGACAAAACAGAACACAACAAAATATTTTCTGGACCCAGCCCATTTTTTTTATTTTTTTCTGTTCAAAGTCCGGTTCACTCATTCCTGATTAGCACACAAGAGATTTTTTCTGGTAAAACAATCATGAACGTTTATGCCAACAACAACAATAACGGTAACACCAGCAACAACAAGAGAAAGATTTCAAGGGCCCAATTCGAAGAGGAGGATGATGATGACGGAACCATGGACATTGATGAAGACTTGGTGTCAGCCTTTCGTGAATGCGGTCTCGATGCAAACGGTCATGGCTTTTCGGACTCTGACTCTGATTCCGATGTGGTGGATACAGATGACGAAGACAATGTCAGCACATGTGCATACTGTTCTATGAGCGATGTTGGTGACAATGAGTCGTTATGTGAAGACTATACAGAGTTATAGGCAGCCGTCGAACCTTTTCAACAAGATTGTCAGGACCAAGCGTTATTCGTGGACATGGAGATGCTATAAACAGATGGTGCTGATTCGTTGTTGTAAACCATAGAAAATAATGCATCATTGATTCTTGTTGTTGCTTGTTTACTTGTTGTGTTGGTTGCTTCTTGTTTTGTTCTTGTTGTCAGCTTTGTTCATATTGTTTAATTGTTGGTTGCAAACATGTACCAACGGTTGCAAACAAAGAACATATTAATCCCAACAACAATGATGCCAAGATTCTAAAATAAATAAATTTGTCTTGTCTTTGGCTTCGAACTTTTTTATTTTCGAAGTTCATACAGTAAAAAACAGAAGTATCGTATACTTGGGATTTCAGTTTTCTGTTCTTTTCCTCCTTCTTCTCTACACTACACACACTGACCAATCACAAACAAAAAAAAGAAAAAATGGCCACAGCAGCAACGGCAAGAATTCAAACCATTGAAACTCATATCCATGAACACAAGGACAAACTCGATCTACAAATGCAGTCCAAGTATCAAGAAATGGTCAACGATCTCAACATGAAAAGCGGTTGGACCATTATGGAAAACAGACCAGAATACGTGCTCATGAAAACCAAGTCAGCCGATTCGCCCTACTACAAGTACAAGGCATCCACTTCGATTCGAACGGACATGACACCCAAAAACTTTTTACAGTTCATGTACTGCTCCATTTTCGACATTGGCATGAGCGAAGAAGAAAAGGACTACCTTCAAACACTCTGGTCATCCGAAAAGTACAAGGCCATGTGTGCCGATCTGTAGAATCCAGCAATGCTCTCCATGGATATGGACTCTATGTGGGCCCTGATTCATCTGACTTACAATTCACCATTTCCTACCTTGGTCAAGCACAGAGATTTCCTGTTCCAGTGTCAGATTCGATTCGCACCTTCGCGTACAAAGGATCTGTCCCCAACTGCCATGTATGTCGGTACAAGTGTCGATGATGAATTCGCTAGTTTCATACCTCTGAAGCACAAACACAAACGAGGCAAGTTACACACAATCGGGTGGTGCATCGAATAGCGCAAAGATGAACATGGACCGTATCTGAACACTCATTTCTTCTTGTAGTGCGATCCCAAGGTCAAGATTGTGGGTAACTTTGTCAATGAACAGTTGGCCAAGCGCATGTCATTGATTTTGGACTATAAGAGCATTATCGAGGATGCACAGCTTGTATGAACAATTGTGGCAGTTCAGTTAGAAATAAAACAAATATTGTATTGTGTTGCGTTTATTAGCTTCTTGTTCTACAATTGAAAAGTTGTTGGTGCCTGCCTGACGACAAAAAAAAACAAATGGCAGCAATATATTTGAGTTTGGTGTAGTCGAAATGGATGAATTGGAGTTTTTTTTGCGGGAACACAAGTGGAAAATGTCAATTCAAAAAAAATATGTTCGGATTCAGATACAAATTCTGTATTTTCATTTATAATGCTTATTGGAAGCCGTAGAGAGTACGTCCCTGACGCTTGAGTGCGTAGACGACATCGAGAGCAGTAACAGTCTTTCTGCGAGCATGTTCAGTGTAAGTAACAGCATCGCGAACGACGTTTTCGAGGAAATTCTTGAGGACAGTGCGAGACTCTTCATAGATGAGACCAGAGATACGCTTGACACCACCACGACGAGCCAAACGACGAATTGCAGGCTTTGTGATGCCCAAAATGTTGTCCTTGAGAACCTTCTTATGACGCTTAGCGCCACCCTTGCCGAGACCCTTGCCACCTTTGCCACGTCCAGTCATTTTTTAGTTGTTGAGTTGAGAGAGTTGTTTGTTGTTGAAAAAAGTTGAAGAAGCCGAAACTTGTTGTTTTACTATTATTGCAACTATTTTTTTCGTTGTTTTGCGTTTGTTGAATGAGAATTGTGCAAAATACGTTTCAAATTTTGTGATTTTGTTCAGTTTCCAACTAGAAAAAATGAAAAAAAAACTTTACAACTGCATTTGTTATTCGAGTTTAGTCGAGTAATACAGAAGACTGCTACATGCTCACGCTTTCAAAATATTCGAATCAAGTCAAAAGATCATTATTATTGTTATCATTTAATTTACTGTCTTTCACCACGGATTTTACGAGCAAGCTGAATGTCCAAGGGCTGGATAGTAACACGCTTGGCATGAATGCACGCAAGATTGGTATCTTCAAAGAGACCGACCATGTACTATTCAGCGGCTTCCTAGAGAGCATTGACAGAAGCAGACTGGAAGCGAAGGTCGTTCTTGAAGTCCTGGGCGATTTCACGAACCAGACGCTGGAAGGGCAACTTGCGGATCAGGAGTTCAGTCGACTTCTGATACTTGCGAATCTCACGGAGAGCAACGGTTCCGGGCTTGTAACGATGGGGCTTCTTGAGACCACCACCGGTCTTGGCGGCAGACTTGCGTGCAGCCTTGGAAGTGAGTTGCTTACGGGGAGCCTTGCCTCCAGTTGATTTGCGAGCGGCTTGTTTGGTACGGGCCATTTTTTTTGTTGAAGTTTTTTGGGTGCTGGAAAGTTTTTTTAGAGTTGATTGCCGAATCAGCTTGCTTTTGATAATTACGCAAGAAAAAAATACTAATTTGTTGCGTAACGTTTGATCCTGAAACGAAATTTGCAAATCTTAACGCCAAAACAAAAAATTTTTCCGTTCCAATTCGCCTGTACACTCAACGCCAACTGTTCATTCTTTGGCAGCTACGGTTCTTTGTACAGCAGATTCTTTAGATCCAAATGGCCGACCACGCTCGACTGCAGCAGGTTCGGACGAACCTTATTGTTGCAACCAACCATCCAACAACACACACAGGGTAAAAATTTTTTTCTTACAACAACAAACACTGTAACTTATCAAATACAATTTATAATATCACCACAAATGATGAATAGAGTTCAAATCTATCCGTAACTCGAATTCTGCACCAGTTGGATTCGTCCAACGATTTGGCCCTAAAGCGCCTGCACCAGGATTCTTTGCTAGAAACTCTTCATAGCCCTTTTTAATCACTTCTGCCAATTCCTCGACCTTGAAACAGACGATGGGTGTGTCTTTGATTGACAGATAGTAGTCCGTGCCCAAAGTGCCGAGTTTGTATCGTGCTTCGCATTGGGTCCATGATTCCGGGATGGACTGCGAATGCGCATGGATCTGCACGGTATTGTTTCCTGACACTGTTGCAGTCGAACCTGTTCGCCCTGTAGCTGTGGTCAGATGAATCAAAACATTTGCGTCCGTTATCTTTGATGTTATAGATTCCTGTACAGCCGATTCTTTCAAATCCAATCGAGGTCGCTTGACGGCGGGTTCTTCAGCAACTGCAGTCGAACTTGTTCGACCCTTTGCATCTACCGATGCTACTACAGCGTCTCTTTGCTCCGGCGTGGGTTTTTCTCTTTCCAACTCCTCCTGCCCCTACTCATCATCGTCACTACTAGATACAGAAGAAGAAGAACTGCCATCATCCTTTTCCTATTGTGCCAATTCACTAATCTTTCTCTTGGCAGCAACACTCTTCATCGCGGTCCAAATCTTTCTATTGTTTTCCGTAATGACCTGATGAATCTTTTTCTTCTCTTCATCGCTCGTAATTTCTGACGTCAACTTGGTCAACTACTCTGTCCTGCTATTCGAATGCGCCTAAGACCGAACATGTGTATGCCAGCTAGAATAACGAAGCAATTCTTCATTAAAGAAGGGTTCCTAGGTTGCACTGGTCCGCTAACATGCACAACCAGGTGTGATGCAGCGATACAACTTCCCTCTCTCGAATTTGCTGTGCTTGAATTCTACACAGTAGTCGTAGAATAGGTGCTCGTATTTTTGACGATACTTTTCTACTATTTGTGCGTCAATTTCTTTCATGACGAGCACTTTCTTTTCTTCCCATTTGACGGTTATTTTTTCGCTGGCGCGCACCTGACTGTCTTCGCGATTATACTTGTATTGAATAATAATGTCAGCAGTTTTGGTTGCGCTGCCGTCGTTGATATTGGTTGTGCACTTGATGGAGTCCAGAATGTATTGTCTGAATCCATAGTGATCTGCGAGCGAGGCTGATGTCGTCTATTGCGGTGCGGTGGATGATGGTGATGATAATGGTTTCTGTTCGACGACGCTTTGTTGATTATTGACAGAAGAAGGATCGGTAGTTGGTTGTGGTTGCGAAATAGGATCGGCAAGTGATGTGGACATGGATATGTATGATGGCGGTTTGTCGAAGGGGCAAAGGCTGAGCGAAAAAAATGTTTGTTGGCGTTGTCGCGTTTTTTTTGCGTGAGGTGTGTTCTGGACTTGTTCATTCGGCTGGCGAACAAAAATAGTTTGAACACCAAAAAAATAAAGTGTCAAAACAAAAAAAGTTTCTAGGTTCATAAATATTTTTTTGGCAACAACCAACACATTTTGCCCACCCATCATGGACCAACAAACCGAGCAACCACAAACCGTCGATTATTCTGTTGCGTCTTCGACAACCACAGTCGATGACATCAATGACAATGTAAACTGGACCATTGACGATGTTTTGGTAAATCTCAAAACACTGGCCAGCGTACGAGAATACGAAAAGTTGTGCATTCGCGACGAAAAATTCTTGGACAAGGACGGCAGTTTTGCACTCATCCAACCCATCAAGCGCATGTTCTGTGAAGACAATCGTAAAAAGACTGTTGCTTTCATTGAAAAACTCATTGAGCGTGCCTTTGCGTTTCTGTAGTAGCGTTATGGCATGTCCTAGTAGTATCAACAGCAGCAGCATCAAGAGGCAGTTTCTTTGGGCTAGCAGACAACCACTTCCACTTCCAGCAAAAAGCAGTCCCAATCTCAACAACAATAGCCGCATCCAGAAAAATCGTCACCCAAATAGCAGTCCCTGTCCTCAGTTGGCAAGCAAAACATCGAGATGCGTCAACTCATCAACGACCTCGAAAGAAGCATCTCGGGTATCCAAAGTATCCGCTTCACCTACAACCAAGACTCGGTCATCTGTTCCAAGTTGAACCTGTTGCTGGAAAAGATTCAGCACTGCATCAACGAATACAATGTCTATGTGTACAAGTGACAATAAATCTCTTGCTGTATTTTTATTTTCTGTCTCCAGCAGCAGCAGCAGTTGTCATTTTATTTACTCTTTGTTCTTGTTTTCATTGTTGATATGAGAACAATACAACATGGCCTGCTGACCCAACTGCTACAAAAACGGCATCAACACTCTCTTCACACAATCTTCAGGTTGCTCAAGCAATCTCCAAAAATCTTTACCAAAATGATCCATCACAGCCACTGTCAACGAACCACCGAATCCACATGTATCTCCTATCGCCTACTATGCACACTGAGAATCGTTACAGGCGGACAGGCTATAAACAAGTGCATCAACGGTATCGCTTCTTCTGGACGCCGACACATATTTGTTCCTCGCAACGTCAAAGACAAATGGCAAATCCAGCATACTCCCGCTGTGGCATGCATCCCAAAACGAGAATACACTACATGACTTTGGCAACTTGAGAACCAATCCATCATAGAATTCATCATCGATAAAGATGTCGTTATTGGTATAAATGGCTTCGTCCATGCCGTCCGTTTCATCGCCGCTTCTGTCAGATACTTGCGTTCCATGCCCGGAGTAGTGCATCACAAGCAATGTTTCTTCGTTCTATGCGCTTTTGGCGTTGATCATGTTGATAACACTGTTCAATGTATTGCGAATATTTTCCCGTGTGTTGGCAAGGCGCTGGGCAACATCAGGTGTCTTTTGCAAAAGGCGGTCATCCAGCTGTGACAGTACAAAAATCTGTGCCGGAGAGAAGCCGTTGTCAACTAAAAGCGTGAAGATAGCAGCTAGGTCACGATTACAAGCGCCGCCGAGTGTGTTACTCGGATCACCGCCTAGTAATACCGCAAACCGGTTCAGGGGAGTGATACGGCTTGAAATCATGGTGAATAGCAAATAAAAAAAATGGGATATGAAATATGACTGATTTTTTATTCATCGTGTTTACATATATGTATGTGCAAGAATGATGCAATTGTGCGGAGGGATTGTTGGTGTGAATCGGGTTGGATATGTGAGATATTTTTTGCGTCGAATCTAGACAGGACAGACAGGACAGGACAGGTCCGCGCCGGTATTGTTGTTTTTTATTTTGATTCTCGTCTATGCACATCACACATAACAATACAAACATGTTCACAAATCATAAACATACAAAGATCAACAATGCTGGTAAAATAATCGATGTCACAGACGAGCACCGTTGTACGGGATTTGTGGTGGCTGCGCGTCTTTCGTGTCACTTTCGCGTACTGGCATCATCTCTATATTCGGCACTGCACGCCACCAAAACACCGCTACCAGTGTTGCAATTCTCAGTTATTTGCAACAATTGCGATTTGGCAGCCAAATGAATGTATATAACTATGATGATGAACATACTATTATTTGTGAGCAGTGGTAGACCCAGAGCCAGAGAGATAGACGGTGTTCAGGAAAAAAGAGCGAATCATTTCTCATCATACGTCTTGGTCACTTTTTCCCGCGCTGCTCTTTTTTCACACGCGACAGGCCGCCCAGCAAACAATTATTTTTTCTCTTAACCCCCAGCCTTGCTCTCGCCCTCTCTCTCACGCCTCTCCTTGGCTCATTGATCATTCGCTCACACCCGCCACACAATTAATCTGCACCCACTTACACACTTAAACAATGCAAACCGTAAGTGCATCTGTAATTTTTTTTATCTCCACGTGAACTACGTGGTATCTGTATCTGCAAACAAAAAGAAGGAGAGCACAGCATGCTGACGACATCGCCGAACTTTCTCTGATTTTGTTTATAATTTCGACACACTCACGCGCTGTCACTTTATCCATCAACATCATACTCATTATCCGTCGCTGCTGCTACTGCTCTGTTGCATAATTTTATTCAAGACCAAAAATACGAGCCAACATCAGCAATTATCTGTCGTCAGAATCTCATGCACATTGAGTGCGGTGCCCGGCAGCAACCTGTGTTTTTTTATCTACATTAATGAAGCCGGCAAAGTAGCACGGGCTATCGAATACCCTGCCGGTAGCACAGAAGCATTTCCAGCGAATGTGTTTTATAGCTATGTGACTGCTTTGCTGCAAGAAGTGTCTGGCTCCAAGAATGCGAAACTGCCGTTTGCGGTCAAGGAGGTGTTCAACAATATTACCCTCCAAACCAAGACTGGTCGTTCTGTGTCGATACAGGGTCTTTGCGACGCGTTGAGTCTTCGTGTGGATTCTAATCAATAGATCTCCATCTCCAAGGAGCAGATTGAATATTTTGGCCTGGAAGATTTCTCGTCCCATCGCAACAAGTTTATCGTGTACACGAGTCACAAGGATATTAATTATCAACTGCACAAGGACTGGCCTGTCATGGCGGATGAGTTGATGCATCTGAAGCGATATGTTGATGGTTTGGTGAAAAAAGCAGAGAGCGTGAAGGAGCGCATCAGAGAGCAAAGGGCTGCTGCTGCTTCTGCTGTCAAACACAACAAGAATCGCAAGCGCAAGACCGAAGATGATGCTGTCGTGGGTGCAAATGTGGAAAATGATGTTACTGATAATGAGGACGGCGACAATAGTGGTAGCAGTGATGAATTGACAGGCCAGCAGTTGCGCGCGATTGATTTGGATTCGCCCAGAGCCAAAAAGACCAAGTTCGATGACGGGTAGCAGTTGCAGCATTTCCTGGATACGCTTGCACCCTCTTCGTCAATCTCTACTTTTGGTAGCAATGTTGCTTCTGTTTTCGATATCATGGAATCTGGTGGCATGGGTTCAGGTTCGTATGGTGCATTTGGTTTTGGTAGCGGTTTGCCTTTGTTCAACTCGGGAGAGGATCAGCCACAACAATAGGATGATTGGAATCCTACGCACATGGGTCCTGTTTCGTCGTCTACTCCTTCGCTATTTCTCGACTTTTCGGTCAGTGGTAGTGGCAGCAGTCTGTTTGACAACTTGGACGTTGATGGTGAAGAGGAACTGTTGGCGCTTCTTTCGCCCAGACAGGGACATGAGCAACTGGTTTCACCCAGGCATGGCCAAAACTTTGATAATAGTTTGATGGCGTCTCTGTTCCAGTCCGAGTCGACCAGTCTCATGTCATTTTTATGATGACGAGGAGAACACAATCGAAAAACAAATACAAAAGGCACAAAAAAGTGCTATCAATGTACAACTAGTAGTGGATGTTGATTGAGAAAGATGAAAAAGATGTCTATTGATTTTAGTTTATTTGCTTTCATGATCATTCATTGTTTGCTGCTGCGCTTTTGTTTACAAACAACATATTGGCATACCATCAGAATCAAACTCACACTCAATACGAACGATTTCACTATTCGCATCTGTTGTTGCAGTCGACCCGGTTCGGCCATTTGTAGTATAATATCTCCTAATACAATCCTACAAGAACAAACCCTAATATGCTCTGATCCAACTTGCCTTGACGTACATGTCATTGCCCCACTCTTCACATGACATCATACCAGCATGCCCCTTGGCTGAACCTGCAAGTAACCAAAGAGCACGCAAAATATCAAACCAAGGATCGGAAGAATGTTTAGTGCGCTAATTGCCGTTGTTGATGTTGCCACTGCTGCCTGTCTCTGTAAACACATCAAATCTTTTGCGACTGAATGCCATGAGCAAACTACGATACATGCTATAGGCCAACTGTATCATATCTGTATACTGACCATCGACGCGCATACCATTCCAACCGAAACACCAAACCGGGGACAAAGATGCCAACAAATAGCCTTCTCCATTCTGAAGTGAACTCCAGCCAAAGTCGATCATGCAGAATCTGCGGCCGTTGGTCGGAATCAAGAGATGTACATCTTGGTGAACGCGATATTTATCGGTCAACACTACTCGGACATGAGAAGCATTTGTCTTTTGGTAAGCAACATTGTCCAACTTGAAATCGTTATGACGGAAATTCAGTTCCTACTTGTAGGGTAACAGAGTCGTCAGGTAGATTTGAGCCAACATGTCCATCAACACATTTTGCCAGTTTGTTTGCGGCTGCTATTGTATTGAATTTGAATAAATCTGTTCGACTATTTGGTGCGTTGGACTTTGAATGTCGAGCCCTCTGTTATCGAAACGACACTGCAATATGTTTTGCAACAATTTGTGTGCAGTCGAGTGAAACATGGTAATGAAAAAGCAAGTAAAGATTGTATTGTTACTGCTGTTGTTCTATCCAGTCTATCTGTTAGCATTCGAAACATGAATGAATCCGTACAAGTGTTGTGGCTAAAGAGTTGCCCATGCAATACACTCGACCCATGCAGAAGGTAACCATATAATCTTTTTGGACTTGTTGGTGCTGGTGTTGGTGTTTGTCTTACTAGTGGAAGTAGATTCTTTGGAATCAAATCGTTGGACGCTTGTCTGCAATTCATCCAAAGACCAACCTACGCACTTCCAAACTACCTTTTCGATTCGTTGGCGAGCAGTGTGGACTTCTGCTTCGAAAACATATTCTCTGCCCGGACGAGCATGCAACAAGTTGACGATTTTGATTCTTTGCGACAACAAAAACGGGTGACCTGCTTTTAGTTGCTCACATACAGTATCCAGTGAAAGTACGGGCAAGTCTGTCCAGTTGAGTTTGAGTGCATCGTTGATGTTTTCTTTGGACTCGTTCATGATGGACAGTGGATGAGCCATGAGTATTCCCAGACCGGGTTTACTGTGACACCAGTGCGTTACAATCTCGTTTACGGCATTTCTGATCTGTTGAGAAGCATCCTAACTGCCGGTAGAAGACATGAAAATGAGATATGAATGTATAAGTGATATGACTTGTTTTTATAGTAGTCATAGGACCATCGTAACTGCTCTCATGAATGGAGTTTTTTTATGTTGAGGTGCATGTCCGCACTAACCACTTGATACAAGAAAAAAGTTGTTGTAGGTGTCGAGTTGGTTGGTCAGTTGGTCAGTATGGTATGGTATGGGTGTTGTAACAAGGTAAACTTCAAAATATTTTTTTTGGGGGACAGAGGTTGTTCAAAAGTTTGCGACTCAAAAAATTTTTTGGTGGTCCAACTATTGCAACACTGCTCAAAATTTTTTTGGACCTTGACTCAAAAATTGTATTTGTTTTGCCAACAACCCTTCACAACAGCATTCACTTGCCTGCTCACTTACTCCCAATAAGAATAACAACATCCAACACAATACACTTGCACATGAAAGAACTACTCAACTTTGTTAGAGGCAAAACCTTTGAGCAACTCAAGGCACAACTCAGTGTCGATCCATATCGCGTTGCCGCACATCACGATGGAAAGTTGTATACATTGTATTACGACTTGATCAAATCAGACATGAATCTGCCCATTGTTTAGCAAAGTAGAGGTGTCATCTTGGAAGTTGGTGAAGATGAACACAAGATTGTTGCATTGCCATTTACCAAATTCTTCAACTTTGAGGAGCGCTAGTCTGCCGAAATCGTAAAGCAACTTTCTGAAGATTGGTCAGGAAGTGTTGTCACAGAAAAGATTGACGGCAGCTTGGTCAAGATGTATTGGTACAATAATAGTTGGCGATTTGGAACAATGAAGATGATTGACGCAAACAAGTCGTACTTTTTGAAACCCAAAAACCATTATCAGGATCGTAACATGCCACAAGGTTAGCAAAGAAGCATGCAACACCTGATTGAAGAGTGCTTGACCACAGAATAGCGCACTTTTATCGAGTTGCATGCTAGCAAACATCATACCTACATTTTTGAAATGGTTCATCCCGAAAGCAGAGTCATCTTGGACTATGGAAACACCAAAAAGTTGTTCTTGACTGCCGTTATGAATACTCTTGACTTTTCGGAAGATGACCAAGAGCACCATAGAGCAAGTCAATACTTTGATGTTCCCAAAGTATATCACGAATTTTCGTCATTGGACCAACTGTTGCAACACACAAATACTTTGGGTCACGAAAAAGAAGGTTTCGTTGTCCGCGATAAACTAGGTCGTCGCATCAAAGTCAAAAGTCCTGACTACGTAACTCTGCACAAGAATATTTAGTTTGTAACACCTGCCGACATGGTCTAGTGGATCTGGGACAAAAAGTCGGATGACATTGTTGCCAAGCATCCCAAGTTGTTGCCACTGTTTGAGCAATGTAGCGAGCGTCTTTAGGAAATCGAAACTCAAGTAGCCTCGCTCATGAAACAAGTTCAAACAGAATACAACAATGACCGGGCCAAAGTAGGTTCTGCTCTGGGCAAACACAAACTCAAGTCCATTATCTTTGCACTTATGACGGATGACAAAACTTTTTGGCAGCTTGATCCGAAATTTGTGGCCAAGTTTATTTGACTTTGGCTCCCTCTTGAAACAACCGACTGAAACAGAAACAACAATAAAAGTCAAAGTAAAAAAGTGACTACACACAAGTTTTTTTATTATTATTACGACTTCAGACCTCACATTGGAATAACAACCTTTGCATTGGCAACAACCGAACAATTGTTGAAGCTGTTAACGAAACTGTCAACATTGAGGAACGACTTGTCCTTAGCAACGAGATACTCATAAGCAGCCTTGATCTTGTTGACATCAGTTGCCAAAGCAGCCGCATGACCCAAATCATCACAGAACAACGGGTAACCTGCACCCAAATACTCGACAGTTGCAGGAAGACGATTCACAATGATGGGCGTATTGCGAACCATGCACTCAATGATCGTGTTGACAGCAGCAGCATCGTACAACCAAATAAACACAATATTCTGAGTCAACAGTTCATCATAAGTAGCATTATCAATCATATCGACAACCTAAACACTTCTGTACTGATCAACGAGACTGCGCATCATGCTGTAGGCCCACTTGTTGCGAGGAAGTTGGCTCTACAACAGACCACTGGACGCAGGATCGACATAGCAACTGTTTCCATCGCTGCTCATATCGCGGCTAACACAACCACATCCTTCGTTACTCATGTCGCGACTCATATCACGGCTCATGCAACCATCGCGGCTCATACCAATAGCACCTCCGTCCGTGTTGGAACAAGTAATTGCTTGGGTGATACCTGGTTCTGCACCGTCTGCGGCACCCAACTGCTAAATGGCCAAATTCTTGACACCGGGAACATAATCATCGAGCAAGCCGCACAAATAGTAAGCATCCATGTGGTAACCACGAATGGCAACCTTGCGCAATCCAAGAGGATTAAAGTTGGCGCTACCTGCATTAACACCGAGTCTGTAAATTGCGTTCGTATCTCTGTACCAACCACCAATCTGAACAACCTTCTTGTCCATGTTAGCCAAAAACTTGTCCATGGAGAAGGAGTTCTCTTCACCGACAGACTGCGTAGGATGGAACAGACTGGCAACGGGAACAGAAGAATGACCCAAAGTTGCCAATGCATTCTGAACCTTGACCTTCATGTCGTTCGAAAATACAATCAAACCACGGCACTGAGCCAAACTCTGCACGAACAGACTGGACTGGAACAAATTTCCTGCGTTCATGCGAATGGCAAACTTGTTCTCGAAAGTATGGTGAATGAAACCAATCCAAGGACGAGCATAGGGCAAAACACCATCCTGAACAAGTTGATCGGTGCAGCTTGAAGCGAGGAAAGAACGGTCCACGTAGGTGTCGACCAAAACGGGATGATGAGCGTCACCAAAACGGTCAACAAATGGCTTCAAACCATACTCGATCACAAATGGCCAACCGCTACGATGCATGTCGGGATTGTAGTGCTTTCCGTCCAGAGTAAAGATCTTGGAATCGTTGGTCGCAAAACCGTTGCCCATGATTCTGTCGGCAATGAACGGATTGGCTTCGACATTGATTGCCTGTTGTGCCTTGTAAGCATTGACGAGCAAATCCATGGTAAAACCAACAGTGAACAAAGAGTCGTGCACATAGTCGTATGCACTTTGGAAGTAATTGTTACCACAGGGCAAGTGAGAAACAAACTGTGCAATAAAGAATGCAATTGCGTCGCGGTTACTGGCCTTGCTGGTATCCTAAAGCAGCTGAGTTGCAATGGCAACAGCATCGCCAGCATCAATTGTAGCCTGAGATACACCCAACAACAGAGCAATACGAGTGGCAATTTGAACCTTGAAGTCTTGCTCGTCAAATGGATAGACGAAATAGGGTGCAATGTCACGCTGCAAGCCAATCAGATCCATAAGCTTGCGCTCTACTTTGACGGATGCCATGTCCAACATGTTACGCATAATGTTACGCAGCAACAGAGAGTCGGCATAAATCTTGTAGAAACGAACCAAAACATCGCTCAGCTGAACATAGAGAGGATTGGCAAGAGCAGCGCCCGTGTAACCATTGCTGTGATAGACAACTGAACGAGCAATGGGATCGGCTGCGTTGGTGCCTTTGCCACCCTTGTTGGGACCATCGAATAGGATAGTGTGGTAGATGTTTGATGGATCGACATAGACGGACCATGCAATTTGGCTGCTCATGGAAGTATTCCAGCCAAGAATATTGTTTTCAATGGGCGTGAGTGAACCATCCGTAGAAAGAGAAGTTGCCACGACAGGAATACCATTACCAATGGCAAGACTCTGTAACCAGATGGCATTGGTAACCAACATTTCAGAAGTGCGCAGTGAAGAAAAGATGTTACGGAGCGAAGTAATGTCCTAACGATCCTAGTAGTAGAAACTGCCAGCAACGCGCTTTCCTGCAAGACCAGCCTGAACATTGGCAGCAACGGTTGCAAGCGTACTATCTGCAACGGTCTTCAAGTTGTGCAGCTGAACAGAAATACCATTGTGTTGAATCATCATGGTCACAATGGCCTGCTGAATCGCCTGTAAATTGACGGGCTTGGAAGTATCGATACCGAACACGATTTGGTGCAAGGGATTGTAACGCATTGAACGATTTGCAATGACGGGCATGTGTTCAACGGAAGGCAGCAGCAAAACATGGTTACCGGGATCGTTTTCGATGGCAACAACATTGTCGTCCTCTTCCATGTCAACGCAGCCTGTTTCTGGAACGGGAACATAGCGATTCTTGAGAGCCTGATAGGAAACATTGTCGCTCAGGAAACGATAGGCAATGTCGTAGTTGCCGAGATTGATGGTTTGGGTCTTGACGTCGCTGGCAAAGAGAATAATGTTTCCGTAGTAACGCAGAGCACTTTGGCTGCCGGTTGTGTTGGGATTCAGAGCATTGACAATCTTGCCAAACATGACCGAGTCTTCAACGAATGAAGAAACTAGCACAACGGACTCGACCTTGTTGCCATAGGTGCTCAGATAGCTTCTGACGCTGCTTACTTTGACGCGAACAACGAGTCTGTTCTGGTCCTGGAGAATGTTGTTCATCCATCTTTGGGCGCCGAATACTTGAATGTATTGCTCGATGGACAGGGTACTGAGATCGTCGGCATCAACAATGACAATGCGAAGTGGATCGCTTGCGGTTGTGGCGGTATTGATAGAAGCCGTAGTAATCTTTTCGGCAGATTCGAACAGAGTGACGACAGATTCAAAACCAGCCGGGTGAATGTGACTGTTGAGGTTGTTGGCGGTCTTGCTTTGGGCGGCGATAATATTTCTCTTCATTGTTTGGGTTTGTTTGCTTGGGGTTTTTTGGGGTAGGCTAGGTGAGCAAAGATGAATTGTGTGTGTTGCCAAAAGTTAGAAAATGTTTTTTTTGAAACAGAAAAACGATTTTTATATTTCTGACAACATTTTGTTTGATCTGTTTCGAGTACAAGCAAAAAATGCAGAGTATCCTAAGAGATCGGAAGTCTAAACATGCATCAGTCAAAAGATAATGATGATTCTATTTTCGTTGGTGACAATGAAAGAGTTGCGGGCTTACAAGGTTGGTTCGTTCGTATGTTCAAACAAAAAAACCAAAGTTTCTCGCATTTTTTTTGTATTGCCACTACCCCTCCTCGCTCATGAACTACAATCTTCACCAACTACCAGTCGACTCTGCAAACGACATTGTATCCTTCATGGACAATGACACCATGTTCGCTGTCCTGTCAGCCTATCGTCCACTATTGCGAAATCAATTTTTGTTGGCAAACTAGGATACTACATTCATCGACTGTATTATGGAAAAGTTCTTGGGCAACCAACAAGAATCTCTTGCATTGAATGAATTGGACAATGAATTCAAATTGTGCATGAGTATTATGTTCGATGCCGACTCATATTACATGCTCATAAAACATACAGATGAATTGAATGCCCGATACCAACGCCTAAAGTCAAAACACAATCTTCCAAAGTGTCATTGGAAAGGAGAATTCATCAACACATGTAAATCCAAAGATGTCGAAGTTTCCAAAAAACAATTCAAAGCGTTCAAGGTTAGACAGTTGCAACAATTGTTATTTGTGTTGATGTACTCCCTGAAGAAGAACGACTTTGAAACATTTAATTGGTGCATAAGCATACTTCCCAAAAGAATCTATCTTTCCAAATATGTTGTAGCGGAAATAATTCTCCCATCTGTTGTTGACCTCAACAATGGTGAACTTGACAACACAACAGACACTAGAGTATCAAATGGTTGTACGCGTCCAACTGTAACCAACGAAAATACATGTGCGAATCGCTGGAAAAACATTCCAATCTGGTTTAAAAACGAAATCGAAATAGACGATATCAAGCTTGTACACAGCAAAATTACAGAACTTGAAAGGAAAACCCATTACAGCAAAAACAAAAAGCATGCAATGCGACTACATATGAATTGGTACAAGTAGCTACGACATGACAGACCCGACATATTTTACGAATTACTCGGAAGCAAGCAAGAAATGTTGGACTTCTTAGCACCGTACAATAATATGCCACAATGGGTAGTATTTGTTTTATGGAGTGAAGATGGACTGAATGGCGCAAAATACTTTACATCCACTGAAGATGTATACAATACTTCCAATAGACTGTTTTACAACAGCTGCAACCATGAACCAAGTGAATTTCAAGATTTACTCACCATCTTTTTCAAGTGTCTCGAAAACTGCGTGGAAATAGCAAATGCTTGGTCAAACATTTTGGCATGCCACAAGTAGATGGGCATAAATGCATTTGAATGTTACTGGAAATGTATTGCCTTGGTCAATGACAATGTTAACTATGACCTAGACACATTATATAAGATGGAAAAAGGGCTACTCACAGAGTTACTCGATGTAAACCAAAAACCATGTGCAGAAACCAGAGATATCTGTCTTCGACTGCTCAATTTGAGGGATTACATGTTTCGTCGCATGCCATTAGGAACAAAAATACGAGTAGTAGAGCATGCGGTCTACGAGATCAAAGATGATGATGTAAATTTGATGTCATTGGTGAAGCGAGTATTCTTGGACTTGCCAGATATTACCATGTTAGACAAGTTGCCAGTGTTCAAGTATTTGCCTTGTCATGAGATATGGACAGATATTTATGAACAACTTTGGAAGCATTATCGAGATAATAATAATTGCTGCATACCGTATTGGCTTGTCCCAAAGATGGCGCTAGTATTGGGATCTTTTGATTTTCTGTTCGAGGATGATATATTTCCTTTGTTATCACATGAATCAATATTCAACATAATCAAAGGCATCGATGCAGATATACTTGTGGCAAATGATTATGATGTAAGGTTGTTCAGAAAGTTCATTGTTGTTCGGCCAAAGCATTACATAAACTACTTTCCTGTGTTCGACAAGGTAGTATAGACAATGATCAAGAGAAAGTAGATGGGTTTGCTGGAATTGTTGAATGAATATGAACTGTATGCGAGACAAATCTTTGCGTATTACATATTGCCGTATATTAGAAATCGTTCTTGGGATACAAATCTCGAAAAAAGCTTGAAATAGTAGATGTTGGACGCCAGAAAAATGTGCATGGAGGCGAATGTTGCTCAGCTGCTAGTTTAGGATATTGCCAAGATTTATTTGTAAAGTCATTTTGATCAAATATATGATTAGTTGAACAGTAAAACCAAAGAACATATATTCATACATTTACATACATGACTGCTGCTAGAACAACCAGAAAACGCAAACACGTGACCAAGTCTGTTCAGAAGAAGTCTTTGACCGGTCTCCAAAAGAAAAGATCCGTTGTTTCGCCTACAACATCTGTTCATTCGATGAAAACAAGAAGCAAAGCCAAAGGGTGTGTGATCTTTAGATCTAGGTCGCCGGCGGTAGCAGGCTGTAGTAATGCGCACAAGTACGATCCTGTCAAGGACGCGCCGTTTTGTGGAGTTGAATGTGGACTGGGTTGTACAAGCTATCCTGCCAACACACCAGGAAGAGCCAAAACTGCTTTGAGTTATGCCAGGTTTGCTCCCAATCCTGAGTGCATTAGAAGTTGCGCCAGAAGGTAGGCTCAGAAGATGGGTTGGAAGATTTGATGAATAAAGACTTGTAATTGATTTTTATGTGCAATGAATCAATGTCCCTGATATCGTTGAGGGTAATAATGTGTTCATTGGGTAACAAATATTTATTAGAAAGTGTTGGGTGTTGGTGTTAGAGTAACTTTATTGATGTCAAGTTGGAGTTGGAGTTGTTGAAGTTCATAAGAGGTTGAGAGTCTTGTGGTCCATAAAAAAAATATTTTGAAAGAGTCCAAAATTTTTTGGGGTCCGATGGTTCAAACATGTTTCCAAAATTTGTGACCACCAAAAAATTTTGCCGACTTCAAAAATATTTTTTTGCCGGACCAACACAACACTGGTCAACATTGACAACTTCAAGTGTTACACCAATTTTACCTGCAACAACATCAGGGACATGCAAATATCAAAGATCCAATAACAAATACACTTTATATAGTTTCTTTTGGTGCAGGGTTTGATGGTTTTACAACAACTTCAGTCATGGTCATATTGCATCGACACATGGGACAGGTTGGAAGTTGGACCTTTTCGAGAGCGTTATCGAAAAAGTTTCGAGTACAGTCGATGCACATGCATGTATGACCACATGGTCGTATGACAACTTGAGGTGTTTGTTCATAACAGATGATGCACTCTTCTGTCAAGATGGGACAGATTCGAGTTATGTCAGAAGTGGCGATGCTCGTTTGTTGTGTGTAATAGACGGTGCTCATTTCTTCACCTCCATTCTCTGTTTCTTGTTCAACTGCCTGCTCGATGGATGTATCCGATGTTTCTTTTGCTGATTGCTAGTCGAATGTGGATGTATTCAGTTTTTGCTGCTCCATCCGTTCCACAGTCGAACAGGTTCGATCATTTGAATCCAAAGATTCTGCGACAGTTTTTAGAAACTAATCTCTCAGTGCAAGAATGGGCTTTTTGGCTAGTAATATTTGTTTTCGCTTTCTTGATCTTATGATATAAAGACCGCATAATGCAAATGGAAGCATTGGCCAACAACATATGATAATGCAACAGTCTGACGCTCGGGCAAAGAATTTTTCTATGATATCTAGAACCAAGAAGAGCAAATATATGAACACATTCCTAATAAGTCGACGTAATATTCTAAACAACAACACTGTGCTAACGAATACAATTGTCAAGTTGCACAAGACCAAAGAAGCGATGCCTATTGTTTTGTGTGTTGGCTAAATGACGGGTGTTTTCACTAGCCACAGTACGAATGTTGTATTGACTAGTAGCAGCATTACTGTAGCCATTGATAGTGTCAAACATGCATTTTGAACGGTGTGCGACGACAGAATGGCAGCAAGTGTTGATGGTAGTCTTGTTTCTGAATGTGACATTGAAAAGGAGTGAAGTACAAGAACAAAAAAAAGAAGAGGCTTTGGTCAACAAACGATGATAATAATAATAGTTTTCTTGTATTGCTCAATCTTCATATGCTCAAAAATAAATATCCAAAGCACATGAGACCATAGCCAACCGATGCAATGGAAGTAACGAACAGTGGAACTTGACGCTTTGGAACTTGACGGTCATATCGATGAAAGGTGAAATCGGCCCACCCTTGCCCTTGGCCAAAACAGCAGGCACAGCCAACAATTTTTCGCCTCAGCTTGACCCCTTCCTCAACCGCTTTTTTATCTGTCGCACATACATTCTCACCAACACAACAACCAAACTAACAACAACTGGCATGTCATCCGAAGCATCATCGTCATCATCAACTCAACCGTCCACCCAAACCACCATTGATGTAGAGTGCAGTAGATCAAGCAAGCGACGCCGCGCTAATTTTGATGCCGAAGTGACCTATTACGAATCAAATACACTTGACCTGGCAGAAGAAGTAGAAATAGAAGTAGAAGAAGAAGACCAATAGACTGGCCAACAGGATCAGCACCTCACAATAGCAGAAGAAGAAAGCACCGGCTTCTTTCGTGAATACGTCAAGCTACCATGCATCAGAGGAGTACCAACCTACACCTTGGCCGGCGCACAAAGGCTGTTTGGACCTCTGCGTCTTCACGATGACCAGACTGATTACATCCCAATGGCAAGGTCTGAATCCGATATGGCCGCCGATGATTGCGTGGACAAAGTCGTAAAGGACAAGATAATTACCTCGGGAACCGTTTTACAAGTGAGCCCTCATTTGTTTCGCAAATTCACCAGAATTTTTGTGGACAACATGGGCTTGTATTATGCAGAATTTGTTTACTTTACAAATAATTTCGATTGTCTGCGATACTTTGACGCCGTGCCCGAAGACGTTAAAATACTTGGACGCGAGCAGATAACTTTGGAAGTAGGCGAACTCTTATGCATGGAAAGGCGTCTTGTCATGCCACTTTGGCGTAGTTAGGCATTTGCTGGAAAGGAGGTCATGCTGCTCAAAAGTAAGGCATCGATGACAGCGGTCTTGGATGCATGCCCTGCGTTGGAGCACATGTGCTACTTTGAGTCCGACAAAAAACTGGTTTTTGATAACAGATGGCCCAATAGCCCAATCGGCATAACTGTGCCCGTCGAACCTGCTGGCCAACAAGACTTTGGGAAAGAATCTGCTAGTGGACACGTTCACGAAGAATCCGCTGCCGTTGGACATGGTCAACTATTTGAATCGAAAGAATCCGATGATGCTGTTTCCAAATAATATAGCTAATGCTTGTGTGCGTGTAACTATTGACCAATAGAAAAAAAGAGTGTCACCCGGTTGGGCAGTTGTAGCAATAATTTACGTAGTCTCTTTTCAAAGCACATCCCAACAAACATTAAAAACTTTTTATAATGATCCCCGAACAATGTACTTCATGCACAATTTCGTGCAATAATGGATCGGTAAATTGCCCTGCCAAGACGCTGAATGCTTTGGGCTGCCGTACGGTGGTTGATTAGGCAGGTCGTTCTTATATGTAGTGCGATGCTTCCTGTAATACCGTTCGTGCAGCTTGCCCCAATGTGAATCATAGCAGAACGGTTCGCGATCTTGTATTGAATGATGTTCCCGTTGCGTTGAGCATGTATGACGACGATAATGGCTCATGGATTGGTTATCTTGTTACCGATAGCACTTACAAGACAGAGAATGGATGTGGCGGTAGCGGCGGTGCTGGTAACAGGTTTCCCAGAAATGGCGGCAACGAAGATTTCTGCAATGCACCCCAGAAAATGTTCAAGTCAACCAAACAATGGTGTGATGAATGGTGGTGCGGCAAAGGTAATGCTGGAGCCACGTCTTACAACACAATGTTCAAGGACGATGCACCTGCGCTCTTTTAGTTTCACATGCCCATTTCATTCTTTGACAGTCTGAACCGTCAATGGAGTCGTAGCCGTAAGAATGATGGTGTTGTGCGCAGAGGTGTTCCTGTTTAGTTGTTTACTTCTTGGAATGCCAGGCCTGTTCCCAATACGCTCATTTCTCGCAAAACACTTTTGGATGGTGGCATATTCGTTTAGCATCCATCTGTCATTGAGCATCGCGACGACAGGGTTGCTTCTCTTTGTTATTCTATCAACGACTACAGACGCAAGAGTAATGCCGTTCAAACCTGTGAACCCGAAAATTCTTATTGGGTGCTGGAAAGTTTGGACAGAGGCACGGAAGGCGATGCAGCACTGATGATCAGTGAATCTTTTGTCATCAAGGCTCACCCTTCATCGGAAGGCAGTTATCTCAGATGGAACAGAGAAGCAGGCAACTTTGATTTGGTCTACAGTCGCAAAAGAGCAACCATTTTCAGAGTCGAAGGTGAAGAACAGAGAGCATCGGGTTTGGGCAACAGCAACTTTGCTCCTTAGTGTGCCTTTCTGTCTCAAAAATCGGAAGCATGCTTTGTTCCTTCAGATGCGTTGGGCTGGTAGAACTCGGACGACCAAGAATTCAAAAAGGCAATGATGCTCGCCCAGGCAGTTGCGTTGCAGGAACAAAAGTAGCAACAGCAGGCAAAACAACAAAAAATCAAAACCGTAGCATTGGCTGCCGGAGGAACGGGTGCGGCTGTTTTGGTGTTGGTGTTGATTGCAGTTATTGTTGCCGCTTTGGTGAGAATGCAAAAAAGGAAGTTTGCAATGAGGTCAAGATACTTTGGCTTCTGATTCGTAAAGTCAACGTAAAATCAACAACACAAACACAAGAAAATAAATGATATATTTCATCTACGTATAGAACCCAACATTCGTAACACCAAACCAATCATTGAAAATGACCTGAAGAATATGTGAAACTCTACACTGAACGACCTTTCCAAATCCAAACCAAGTTGTTCTTTGAGGTTTCTGTGTTCAGTTTTGGGGAATATCTATGTAAAAAGACTCCAAAACATTGATGCGAGCCAGTTGCCACTCATGTTGTACAATGCAAGTTGCCACACAATATCACACATGAACAACCAAGTTGGTATCCTTTGTTTGACGCCATTGACAGTGAACAGATTCAAAACTTTTTCGGCTGCCACAAAGTCGTGTCGCTTCTCCAAAACGTGAACATAGAGAGAGTGTATGGCTTCATACATAACCTTTACTGCAAATATATGTGGAATCCACCAGATGGCAACATCCAAAAATCCATTGTCGTACAACAACACTTCCAAATTTCTTCGTTTCAGATATACTCCAGGTATACAGGCAATAGCATTTTTCAGTATGAATACTTTTTCATTTCTTTGCCCTTTGTTCAGTTTTAGCTAACCTAATGTTTGTACAGCTTCGTATATCCCAGCAGACATGATTTCAAAATCTATGCGCAATGGCATTGTTGTTGGGGGTGAAGATGAATACACTATAGCATTTTTGATGCAATCTTTGCACATTTCGCCAACTGTATGTCCAATAAGTTTCCAATTATGCCAATGTTCAATGATGTTGTTTCGGTTGTACTTGATGGCTATTGGCAAAAAATCAGGGTCGGCCAAAAAGTCTGCGTGTCTCAGTTCAACAGAAATTTGGTTCCATATTTTGTTCAGACATTTGCACTTGATTGCTTGGCGATATGGCAGGAATGATGCTACCAAATTTGCAATGTCGATGCTTGTTTCGAGTTCGTTTCTGCTCATTGATATTTTTTTGAGGGGCAAGTTTGAGCAAACAGAACAAAAAAAAATATTTTGTGGCAACTGACCAAAGTTTGAAAGTCGACAAAAAAAATATTTTTGGACTCTGAGCAAAATTTATTTTGTTGTTTGTTGTCACTCATCATCTGGATAACACGATGCACAATAAAATTTGGCAAAAATATGGTTTTCTTTTATCCACATTGCATCATAACGTGCAATATCCACAAACACGTATTTTTTGTCGTCAATCGTTATGGGCGTAGCTGCTCTTCCATAAGAGTCGTATGTATCCTATATAGTTGTAGGTATACCCTTTGGGAGAGGTTTCTTGTTCTTTCCCCAAAACAGTGGCTTGATAACTATGTCGTCTTCCCAACAGGTTTGACCACCATCTTCACAATGACCATCGTTTTCTTCGTATCTTTGCAGTTCAAGTTGCTTTGAGTCGCGTTTATCTTCTAATTCCTTGATTTGGTCATTGAAACTTTTGTCGACCACAGACATGAATAGTTCTACATCGACGTCATGTTTTCTGCATGTGCGCTTCAAATCGTTCATGAATTTGAGTTTTCTTGTTGTGTTGTACTGTTCAATCTTGGTCTGTAAGTCTTGAATATCCTTGCGCAAATCGTCCATCTCTCTGGTGTGCACATATTTGCAAGTTACTTCGCCACCTCCACATGAGGGGCATTCATACGGAAACATGCCCATTTTTTCAGACAATTACTTGAACAATAAAGATACAAAATGTAATATTATTTCTTACTACTACTAGTTTGAAAATAACTAATTTACCAAGGTAAATATGACCGCGCAGATGCCAACATTCTCAATCCCAAACCGACCGCTGGAATTTGCCTGAGAAACAAGTGCAACTCTATACTCGGCGATCGAAACAAGTCTAATCCCATTACAGCACTGAAACTACGGTGTTCCAAGTTGGGCAATAACATAACGAGACAGTTGTAAAAGAAGGGTGCAATCCAGTTTCCAAAGTGAGAGTACAGGCCATACGACACAATGATATGGAAAATGTAGGACCACGTAGAATATTGCTACCTTTTACCATTTACCGTGAACAGAGACAATACTACTTCTGCCGCAATGGGATCGCGGCGCTTTTCGATGGCGTGAATGTACAGCGACTATATGGCATTGTTCTTTTGCTCCATGTTGGTAACCTTTTCTAGCCAGTGTAACGCTACATCCAAAAATCCTGCTTCGTACAAGTCGATTTCCAAATGTTTTTCGTAAAGTAGCGGCTAAGCACCAATAAATCCAATAAACTACTTGAGCACCTGTTGTACAATATGCCGATTGCTCACCACGCGGCCAGAGTATACATATAACTTCATAGCCAATATCGCTGACTACATTCCACCACAAATAGATGTTGCATCATTTGTCACTACTAGCGCATGCTCGAAATCAAATTGTCTGGCAACTAATTGAGGTGCATTCAGAATGATATTTCTGATGCAAATCTCATCCATGTTTCCAACCGTCATCATGCCAGATAATTTGTACTATGACCATTTATCGATAACGTCAACTAAGTAATAACATGTAGCAATTCGTAACAACCAACAATCGGCTTCGAAATCCCGAGGTCTAAGTTCAAGTTGGATTTGACTCCATGTTTTGTTCACTTTTTTACAGCGCATCGCAAATCGGTAGGGCAGAAAGGATACTACCAAGTTTGCAATGTCAGTGCTGGTGTTGAGTTCGTTGCGAGTGAGTGGTTTGGACATGGAAAGTTGGGAAGAGATGAAAAGAAGGGTCAAGTGAAGTGGCTGTTGAGAGGAAAAATGTTTGGTTTGGTGTGTTGGACCCTTTTCGTTTTTTTTGTTGAACATGGTCTTGAACTTCAAAAATATTTTTGAGAACTGGACTTCAAAGTTGAGACCAACACAAAAAATTTTTTTGGACCACTTGACTCTAAAATATTTTTTTTGAACCAACACAAGTTCGAAACAATTTTGGAGGACTCAAATAAAATATGTCAACAACAAATCTTTTTTTACTTGCTCAAAGTTGAATTGGGTAAAACAAACATTGAACCAACTCAGTCAATGTCGCTAAAATCAATAACAGTGGACTATACTGGAGCAGTAGTTTGAATATCGAACATGGTCTTGTCGTCCAAAAATCTGTCCTTGAATTTGTTGTACGCCATAGGCAACGCCATCGACAAAAGCATTGTAATCACATTCCACATTACAATATTGACAGGATCACCTAGTGGCATGCCCATCATCTTGAAATAAAAAGGTTCGCCCATTTGAGCAACATTTCTTCCGACTACACCCATAGCTGCAACGGATGCAACATTTACTGCCACTTTGCCCATGTTGAACCAGTAATACCATGTATTGGCTTTTGTAATTACATGGGCAAGTTGTGATTCCCATTTTGATTTGCGTGCTTCGTTGAGCGAAATCGTTCCTTTTACTGGATCGTAACCTGGAATTTGGTCCCATTGCACAGTGCCTGAATTTTGAATACCAAATCTTTCCAAGAATTCATTGACTCGTTCAAGTGTTTTCAGATCGGGTTTGGCTTCGTCGGAAGCAATAACTCTTGTTTTGTCGGGCAAAGTCATGGCTGCACCTTTGGGCAAGTTTCGTAAATGTTCGAGCAAATAAATGAGATCAACGACTACTCGCTTCTTGTAACGCTTCACTCTAACCTTGACCGGCAGAATCAAAAGTTTATCCCAGTCATCGGTTACGTAGTCATTGCCTTTGGCCATTTCCATGAGTAAACCCTGTTGGCTCAAAAGTTCTGACACATCTACGTAACCAATCTGAGAGACGATTGCATCTTTGAGTTCGGTAAGATGGCCCGAAACGTAGGTGCACAACTAACCGAGACTCATTTCTTCGAGTACCTGGTGACTCATACCTGCCAACATTGCAGTATTCTTGACAAAGTTGACAGCTTCTTGGTCAGGAATTTCGTTTGTAGTACAGATGTTGATCATTCTTTGGAGCATATTCAACAAGACTTGGTCCTGAGCAGGCTTACCAAATGCGGATGCAAGTTGTTTCTTGGTGGCAGATGACAGGGAAGCAAACCTTTCTGAAATCCATTCGGGAACGAGGTTTTGCTTTTCTGATTCAAGTTCGACCAAATCGTTGCTGTTATTGTCTTCGGTGTCCGAAAAGTCTCCTTCGTTGTCGCTCATGCTATTGTAACCGCTACTATAGGTGTCAGTGTCAGAATCGCTATACTACAGACCGACCATGTTTCGGAGTCGAGCACATCTTTTGGCGCACTCTTGACAATAGGCTTCGTCATTGTAGGTTTCGGCCAATGAAGTGTTGTTGTTGTAAGAGGAGGACATCTAGGGTTTTTGTTCAAGTCGGTATTTCAAGTCTTGCCTTTTATAAATGTCGTACCTCTTTTTTGACTGCTAAGTTGTTTGGTTGGCCAGTTGGCAGAAAAAACTTTGCCAACATTTTCTCTTTCAGACAGCCTGCCCCTAAAAACATGAACCAAAACTTTGAAACACTTTTGGACCCAACCGATCCCAACAATGCACAAGCATTCACAAATTTGGGTTACATGAAGTGGTTTTAGCCCTGTTTTGATTCTAATCCACAATGTGAACCCATCAGCAAGTAGCTAGACGATTTTTATGCACCCAAAATGCAATAGCTTGTTGGTCAATAGAACAGACTCAAGTTCATATTGTCAACAAAATGCAAGCAGGAAAGAATTGACCCCAAAGCATTTTAGGTTCAGGAAATGAGTTGGTTGATCAATGTTATGGACCCGTTCACAAAAGTTGATACTGTCATTTCGCTCATTAGAAACAATATGCACTTGAAGAATCGAACCAATGTTGTATTGCACATTCACAATCTTGTTTTGAGCGACCAATCAGCTGAAAAGTTACATGTACTTGCCAAACTTGTTAGCGATTGGAACAACATTTATTTTGTCAAGGTTGAAACTTATTCTGTAGTTACATCTGTACCCGCTGAACTTGTTGCAAGAATCAAATCTTTTGTGTTGAGACACACGAGCAATTGGGACTTGATTTTGTAGTTGATGCCTTCGGTCGAAAAACTTTTCGTGTTACAAGATGAAAATGATGATAATTTCAGGTCAGTATGGTCCGAGAGTCATTAGGCTAAAGTTGAAGCATTGGCAGCAAAGTTGTTTAGAATTTAGTCCTGTGTACAAAAGATTACACTTTACGGGTTTACCAATACTAGGTTTGTTCTACAATGCCTAAACAATACAACAAGACAATGGACCAATCTCAAGTGCCTCAAGTTTCGAGATACTATCTTGACAGACCTGTCCAAACCGAGCAACCAGATTACAAGGAGAAAATTGGACTCTATAGTAGTCAAGTATGCTTACAATCAGGTTCCTGACAAGACTATCAAGTGGATACAATCTAATATGCTTTGTGGAAGTTGGAGATGTTTCAGGTCGGAACCGTACATGGATGATGATAATTGGATCGAACATGTTGTGGGCAAGTAACTCGATAAAAATTTTATTTTGATTCTTGGTTCTTGGTCCAGTCCACAAAAATTATTTGCTAGTCCAAAAATTATTTTGCAAAGTTTTGTTTTCGACCGACTGACCAAAAAAAGTTTACTCCGTTGCGAAAGCTGAGATCCAAAAAAATATTTTTCTGTCAACACCTACTTCCTTGCCAACCTCACAAACAAACAAAATGGACACCCTCCCCAAAGAAATCGGCGTTCACATTATTGATTATCTCAATAGTCGCCATCACAAACTACTACATGCATCCATTGTTGGATCGCAAACCTATTTTTCGGATGGGCTCGAAACTTGGCAACAACTTGTTTACAGCAGATTCTTTCTGAACATGTCCAACAAGAGCATCAAAGAGAAGCACAACGAAATTTTTTTAAAGAAGAATCTGCTGCCAAAGAACGTAGCCGATAATCAGGTTCGAATGAATTGGCTGCTCAATATCTGCTCTTTCAATTTTGGTAACATGCCATCTACGCATCTTGAACACTTGAACGAATTCTTACCTCGACTCAACCACAGAAACTACATAAGTTACAGAAAACTTGAAATACCCATTCGTTGCGCAATTCGACATGGAAACCACCAAGTTGTTCGTTGGCTATTGCGCAAAGGCTATCAAAACAAATGGCCTGACTCATGCAAGAGAAACTTTGTGAGGCATTGTGCTTTTAGCTGCCTTGTTCACGAATAGCCCAAGTGTTTGCAAATCTTGAACAATTTTAAAATTTATTCTGAACCAATTCATGACTTTGATGCTCCGATATTTACTTGGAAACATAAAATATGGTGTGACAGACAAGACAAAATCTTGGCAGATATCGATGCACATTTACATCGTCTATGCACCAAACAAGAAGAATTCGTATGCTTAAAGTCTAAGCGACCATACAAATCTAGTGACTTGTTTACTGCAATAGTTGAAAAATATCCCAATGTGAAGATATCCAAAACTGCTATCAAAGTAATCGACCCATATATTCATTCATACTACTCTGGTGGTCGAGTGCCTTGTAAAATGGTCAATCTGATTCGTGGAAGTTTATGGAAAAGTCGTGCATTCGTGGACTATATAGATGTTCAGTTGTTTACTCAATTCATGAAATAGAATCATGAGATATTCAAATTTTGCAGTGAACGAGGGTATAACAATGTTGTAAGATTAGAAGTTGCATTGATTTGGCTATTCTCTGAAAATTGGAAAGACTACATCTGGTGCATCAAAGAGTTTTTATTGCAGAGTTCAATTTGGATTGAGTTATCTTTGAAATTGGAAAGACTACATCTGGTGCATCAAAGAGTTTTTATTGCAGAGTTCAATTTGGATTGAGTTATCTTTGAAATTGAAACAGGATACATTTGAGTTGTTATGTACAAAGTATAAGAACCATGAATTTGCTGAACGATTGGAAGTGTTGAAAGATCTAATATTCCAGAAGAAACCAAAGAAGGAGGAGCAAAGACGTTCGTTCAATGCTAGTGTTATTTTACCCGGTCAGTTGTATTTGGGTGATATTGATGATGCCAAGTATGTCGACAAGACTGTTCATGTTCGAAATATTGTCAACATGACCAATCCTGCTACGGAGGTTTGCAATTTTTATTTGGGCAAGGAAGGTTTCAACTATTTAACTTGCACGATTCCTGACATTGAGACTGCTCCCATTGAAAAACACTTTTAGACAGCAACGGACTTTATCGACAAGGCTCTGGAAAGAGGTGAATCCGTATTGGTGCATTGTGTGTCGGGTGTTTCAAGATCGCCTACCATAGTTGCTGCCTATTTGATGAAGAAGTACAAACTGTCTGCCAAGGAAGCCATAGAACGTGTTAGCAAAGCTAGACCTATCATCAACCCCAGAGATTCGTTTGTCAAAGCATTGTAGAACTGGAAGTGAAGTTTATTTTTCGCCTGTCACAGCAGTGCATCAATTTGTAACAAATATTCGTTCAACTTTGATTCATCCATGTTACCATTCTAATCATACCACTCGTGCATGGGTTTACCCATCGAAATAACAGGGATGTTGTGTTGATCAAAGAGTTTTCCAGCCTCATGCAACTAAAACAACTTTTGCAAAATGGCTGCACTATTCAGATAGCTATTTACCGTGGATTCGACTTCGGCCGGTATGTAAGCATACCATTGCTCATTTCCAGTGTTCAAATTCTTTACACCCAACAAGTAAAAATTGCCAACGCCGCGATAAATCATTTCAGTATTGTTACGTTGTTGCTCTTTGTGTTCATCATTTGCCTTTGTTACCTCTTGAAAACCACCATTCCTTACAGATGTCAACTTGGCAATGGCATTCTTTATTGCATCCATCTCTTCACTGGTCAAATATTCTCTAGTGAGAGGATTTTCAACCTTGGACATGTAAGGTTTAGCTTTCAAAACAGATTCAATGTAGTCGTTCAGTACAGATGCCACAAAACATTGTTTCCTTTTCTTGCCATTGCTGGTATCGACAACCTCATGCCCTATTCTCACAACACCATGCTCCAATTCGACTTCATCATACTCATCAAATCGTTCCATAGACAGCGGATCGGTATCATTGACGCAAGAATCTGCAAGCATGTCCAACAACTCCTACTTGTGTGTGCTTCTGTTCTTCATTTCCAATTCCTTCTTGAGTTTATCTGCTTCCACTGCTTGCTGCATCACATCCGTTGCTTTGGAGATTAATGATTTGAATTGTTCATGGTTTGATTTTTGTTTGCCTTGAACAGTTGCTTCGTCCATGACACCCAATTGAACAACTGTAAATGTGGAAAGTTCGTCATTACTCGATCTCGATACGAGTCTCAATGTTATGTTTCTCGGCTGAGCAATCTGTTCAAACTGTTGTTTGTACCTAGGCAAAATTGTATACATCTTATTCCTATTGTCAGCGCTATTCATGAACACATATTCGGTTATTACATTCATGTGTTTCGAATAAACGTGATCATTTTGCAACCACGCTGTTGCCATCTAAAGATCCTGCGACTACCACCATGTTCGTGTATTCAATTTTTCTACTACAAACTCAATCATGTCATGATAAAATACTTCATCAATGTAATTGGACGTCTCTGTGTTTTCGTTCTCCAATGCTCGTTCCAAACATTCAACGGCAACACTTGGGTCAAGATTTTTGTTTTGTAATACAAGCCAAAACACATTAATAACGCGGCTCACTGCAAAAAAACTTATATTAGTGGGCAACGAACATACTTCCTTGAACATCTCGTTGGTTTTGACAGCTAATGCAGCACATCCAATATGCTAGTGTTCTAAATACATGTGCCTGCCCATTATTCCCTGTTCCCGTAAAACCATAAATGGATCTTTTCTCGACTGCAATAATCTTTCCAATATATTGGCACCTTTCAGTTCGGCATAGTTCTTTAGTTTTTCGATAATGCCAAGAATACGGTTTCTCGAAAAACTGGTGGCTTCTTCCAACTCCTGAATCTTTTTATTGTTGAGCAGCCATTGCATTGCTTCTATGTTATAGAACATCATTGCAAACACAATATCTACTATGGTAACACTTGTAATGTGTGGTACTTTGGCCAAGTATTTTGGATCACAGTCGAATGCAATCAGGTCCAGTAAAAGCTTTTTGGAGTATATTGCATGTCTGAGAATTTGATTGTGACTGTTACAAGTCAATAGTTGCGTAAAAATGTCCGGTCGATTCTGTTTGGCCACTATGATTAACAATTTTTCTAGGGTGCTGTCTTTGGCATTGAAATTACTATAGTAACCTGCAATAAACCGTAGCAATTTGTCATTCTACGTTCCTATGGACTTAACGTAATGTTCAAGAAGTTCAAAAGGTATGTCTACATTGCTGAACATTCTGCTAGTGTTTTCATCTTCAAAGAAGGATTGGAAGGCAGTGATCATTCCTCTGTCCAATACGATTTTCAAAAATTCTATGGCTGTATCTGGTTCAACGCTTGAATTATCTACCATTGTGTACCAGTAATTATGAGCGAGCGTTCTCTCATCTGCTTTGCGAGCAAGTTCTAGAATGTTATTGTTGTCAAATATGTTTCGAATGAGTTGGGTTGACTGCAAAAAGTAGATTATTATTTCAGGTAATGATGAAAGCAGGGATCGATAGGCCAACTAATCTGTGACCTTTGATATGGTATTGATAGATGGGTTTCCCATTATGAGTGCAGATTTATAGACCATATTGTTATCTAAAGACGTCATGGAGTATTTTCTGATCTGAAGCAAAACGATTTTGGCTCTGAGTAACAGTTGGGGTTGCCTGTATACACATTCTACGAGCGCAACAATGAGTAGTATTGGAAAGTCATTTGCTTGTTCCGATAGAGTTTTCATCATGTCGATTACCTAACTGTTGACGCGACACATTTTCAAATGTTGTACGAGTCTGGAAGCAAAGAGGGATGCATCGTCGTGTGTACTTACATGTTGCTCGATGGATTTCATGATTACTTCGATTGACTCGTTTAGTTGAAATAGGTTCCATATTTTGGATTCAAATTCTGTGTTTTGTTGTTCCAAAAATGTGTAGATTTTTTCTGTTTGAGCAACAAGTTCGGCACACTGTTGTTGAAGTTGGTTTTGAGACATCTGTTTTTTTTTATGGCGAGTGAATGTGGACCAATGTTGACTTTATAGAATCGAGGTCAAAAAAGATTTTATTAGCATCACTCATCTGACTCCCAACCTGAAACTTCATTTTCTGAGTCCGAATCAGAAGAAGATACAAGGTCAAAAGTATCTGTTCCGTCGTTATCAAATTCAACATCTTGGTTGTGATACTTTTTGAAGTATTTCTTGGTCATCAGGTTCGAAATGGTCTTTACAAAGTCGTGGAAGTCCTTCAACTTCTCTTGATCCCATTGAAAGTCGTCAAATTTGTCCCATTCGTAGTCAAACATTTTTTCGTCCTTGTAATAATCAAGTTCATATTTCATTGTGAATCCGCAACCCAAATCCATCTTTTCTAGAAGTTCATCTTCGTAGATCATGGAGTCTAGACACACTGTTACAAGCACATAGTAATCTCTGTCACCTGTGGTCGAGTTGTAGATGCTGGTCACTTTGCTGTAGATTCTATTATGTGAATAGTCGCCCGGCTTCAAAAGATTGATGAGTTTGGCTTCGAACTTTTTGAGGTCTTTGAGGAATTGCTTTTTGGGTTTAGTGTTTACGTATTTGGAGTATCGGTCGAGCATTGTGTTAGTTGGATGTAAGTGCAAACTTTTATTGGTGTTCATGGAAACTTGATGTTGGTCGAATATTTGTTTGAAGATCAGCAAGTCCAAAAATTTTTTTTGAAGGTCACAGATTTCGAAACATGTTGGCAATTCTTCTGATCCAAAAAAATATTTTCGAGTCTCAGTGGCAACACATTTGTTACTTCCAAAAAACTTTGCAAATCTTTGAACCAATAAAGTATCAAATCATTTATTACACAGATGTTACTCAGATGTCTTGGACTTTTTCTTGGGCTTCACTTCTTTGACTGCCTTTTCTTCGGTTGCTGGACGTTTACGTTTTTTTTCGGCAGTGGTTGTTTTCGCAGCCTTTTGTTCTGTGGCAGTGGTTGTGGTTGACTTTTTTGGTTTGGTTGCAGTGGTAGTTGAAGTTGACTTTTTGGTAGTTGACTTCTTGGATTTGTCTGTAGTTGCAGAGGCACCCGCTTCTTCGACCTTGCGCTTTTTGGCAGGAGGTTTATCGGTTGCTGACTTTTTTGCCTTGGTTGGTTTGGCCTCTGTTGTAGCAGAATCCTTGGTCTTTTTGGGTTTTGTGATCTTTGGTTTGGTATCCTTGTCGCTTGCTTCTTTCTTCTTGCGAGGTTTCTTTTCTTTGACATCGGCATCTGTTTCAGCGGATTTGGCAACCTTTTCTTTCTTTTCCTTCTTTGCCTTGACAGTAACGATTACAGTACCCGGGGGTTCAGGAGTCTTGTCAAAGTCTCTTTGTTCCCTTTTGAGTTTGTCGAACATGGAAACGGTTTCTGAATCTTCGATTGCTTCCAAGTCATTCGCAGCTTCATCGTTGGTATTCTCAGAATATACGGCCAAAATATCCTTGTCCATAATGTCGGCAGCCATGTCTCGCTTTCGTAAGTTGACTTCGTGCATATGCAAATCAATAGCACGATGAGAAATCATCTTTACAACGGTAACGGGTCTAGTTTGACCAATTCTATGCAGCCTGTCCACGGCTTGCGCTATACTGAACGGGTTGAATACAAGGTCTGAAATAATTACTTTGTCTGCACCTATAAGGTCGAGGCCCGTTCCACCGGCTTTAAGAGATACCAAAAAGACCATGTGCTATGCGATTTGGGCCTTGGTTTCACTCTTTTTCTTTTCGGCACCTTCTTCTACAGGAACGGGAACCTCTTCCTAAACAACAGATTCCTGAGCAGCAGCAGCAGGTTCGCCTTCTTTGGTAGCAGCAGCAACCGGCTTCTTGCGCTTCTTGGGAATGGGTGCAGCTGTATTGTTGAACTCACGAATCATATTCTGGCGGTCGTCAATGTTGGAATTACCATCGAGGCGCATAATCTTGACCTTGCGCTTAAAGTGTTGAGTCATGGCATGTTCCAGAAGGTCCAGATAACGGGTCCACTGGGAAAAGACGACTACCTTGACCAAATTGGTTGGCTTGTTGTCTTGTTTGGACTTGTTACGTTCACGTTCATATTCCTTGATCCATTCTTGAATCTGCAATACAATTGCTTTGGTTCTATCAGAATGTGGATCGGCTGCCGTACGACCGTGGTCCTTGAGAGTATCGCACATTGTACATTTGTTGGCAGTAATACACTTTTTGCAGAGCATGTGACCGCACTTTGAACCCGATTCCTTGATAGCTTCTTCGTTAACTGCTCCGACAGTGCCCATTTCAGCAGGAGCGTCATCACTGTTGGCAGAAGAGGCTTCACCTTCGGCTGGCTTTTTCTTTCTCTTGCCGGTAGAAGCAGAAGCAGCTGGAAAATCTCTCGGTCCAAGATCCTTGCATCCATTGACGCAAACTTTTTGGAAACGAACTACTGCCTTTTCACCATCTTTGGCCTTTACTCTCATCTTTTTACCACGACTCATAAACTTGCCACAAAAATCGTCACCTTCGATCATGAGCGAATCCGAGCAAGCCTAACGGATTTTCATGATACGAGCCAACACGTTACTGCGTTCTTTTCTGGTCATTTCGTCGCCATGATGCTCCATATGTTCATAGTCACGAATGATTTCGTCCAAAATCTGCTTGTACTTTTTACGTTCACGGTCGGACATGGCAACTCGAATGAGTTTTTCTGTAATGGGAGGCAGGTCCAAAAATTCTTTGCCGCGTTGAAGTACAAACTGCAATCTCCACAAAGCAATCTCCTTATCTTGAACCTTTTTATCTTCTTCTTGAATATCCATCCACCAATTGTAGTCGTATTCCTTGACACCGATAAACTGGGACAACGAAGCAATGTCTCCAATATTGTTGTTGATGGGAGTGCCGCTTGCTGCCCATCTTCTCTTGCCCTTGAGAGCCCAGCAGGTTTGTGTCGTTGAAATGGATTTGGGGTTGCAGATGTAATGCGCCTCATCCAAAATAATTCTATGCCACTCGTGGTTCAGAAGCAAAGGAAACTTTTGTTTTGCCTTGAGTTTTGTGCCGTGATGCTTGGCCATGGCTACTTGGTGTTCATATTGGTCGTCTCCTTCCAACAGGTTCGAGTCTGCTCTAATCATTTCGTAACTAGTCAATATGAATTTGATATCTTGTTCCCTCAGAACCTTTTCGAATTCTGCTTCGCTCATGGTTGCGTACAGTGCCCGTTCCTTGTCACGATACATGATGATTTGGTCTTCGGCCAGAGTAGTCTTGGTCAAAATTTCTTCTTGCCATTTTTTGATGACAGAAGTTGGACATACGATCAGAGTAACAAAGCGGCCAGCATGCTTCGCATTGGAACGACTGCTGGTCTGGAAGACGTCTCCGATTGCTGCAAGAGCCATTAGTTCGATAGTTTTGCCCAATCCCTAAAGAACAGACGAGGTTAGCAAATGTTATATGTTCGAGAAACAATGAGCAGCAAGAAACAAACTTACCATACTATCGGCGAGAATACCACCATTCTTACCCGAAGAATCGAGTTCTCTTTGGACCATCCATTGGACAGCGACTTTCTGATGGTCAAACAACTTGATGTGAGGAGCCATGAACGACTCGGCCAATGTATCTTCCAGTTCTTGGTCCATCTTGAAACCCTTGATTGTTTCGGGAGTGTAGTCTTGGGCAGCCATTTGTTTCTTGCTACTACTGGCGGACGACGGTGCTGTTTTTCTTGACTTGGTGGCAGCTGGCATGGCTATGGTTTGGTTCTTGAAGTTGCAAAAAGTTGTTTGGAAATGACAATACGATTTACTTTGAAGCTGACTAGTTTTTTTGCGGACGATCGACTCGGCTGTTGTTGCAAATTATATTTTTTTCTGGCGAGTTTGCACAAGTTTCGTCTGAAATAAAGTAGACTTGTGTTTATTCGGTCTTTTCATGTTGTATGTTGGGTTGTTGCTCTGCTGATTGGCAAAGTTGGTTCATGTTTGCTCTGAGCAAGTTCAGGTGAGGCTGTTGGTTCGGGTGTCCCATTTCTTTGTCCGTAACAACGGGTCCGGGCCCATTTGACAAAGTATTTAGTGTTTCTACAAGTTCATCATTGTCGATATTGTCGACTCTTTGCGAACAGAAAAGTGGTTCTTCGACACGACTCTGGATTGTGCGCACAAAGTTTGTAACTGCTTCTCTGTACATGTGACCGCAAAAGAATATGTCATCATGACTGCATGGCAATTTTTGAAGTTTGACAAGTGGCAAATTTGAACTGGCGATATGGACCAATCTTTCACTATGGGCAATAGGAACGGTTTGATCGTAAATGCCATGCAAAATCAACAGGGGACAGGCAATGTCTCGAATAATCTTGCTATTTTGATATTCGTCGTCAAAGAACGTGTTTGAAAATATCCATCTGCCAAAGAATGATCTAGTAACAAACTTCTAAGGCGCAGATAAGATCACACCCGCAACTTCTTCTGTTTTTGCCCCGTTGTTGGTTATTGTTGCTGTGTTTGCCAGACTACGCGCGACACTGACAACAACAGAGGCACCGAGCCCATGACCATAGAGAATAATGTCACTATTCGCGATGCCGTATTGTTTGTTCAAGTGTTTGACAACTGCATATAAACTTTCATATGCACTTTTCTCGGTTGGCATGTGTTTGTCACCTAAGTTGCAGCCAAAGTATTCAACGGCAAACACATTCAACTTTGTGATCAAGGCCAACTGTTGTGCATAACCAAGATAACTATCGGCTATTTCACCTTGATCATGAAGCAAAACAATTACTTTGGGACTGTCATAATCGCCAACAAGTGAGGCACCTCCATTCTATTGATCACTTTTGACCATGTATGCACGAGTGGAGCGCTGGTTATCGATTTGAATGGTTTCCCAATTATTGATGAGTCCAGTAAAAGTGTGCTGCTTTTTGAGAAACAACCAAGGATAGTTGATAAAGAGTGCAACTACGAATGAAAGTGAAGTTTTGACTTTGGAAAAGAGAGAACCCATTTTTTTTGTTTGGGGAGCAAAGTCAATCGAAAATATTTTTTTGAATGGTCAGAGTTTTTGAAAGTTGTCTTCAAAAATATTTGGACCAAACCAAAAAAGTTGTTGAGACACAAAAATTTATTTCGAACAAATCTTTGGCTCATCAGGCATTCTATCCAAAATACTCTATCTTGACGAACAAGTCGTGATAGTCTTGGTCCGACACAACACCATACCTGTTCTTACTTCCATCTGTCAAATGTGAATCCTCCAATGTTACATCGTACATTACAGAAAGAACACCTCTAAATATAACAGCATCGCTTTTCCAATAACTCGAAAATGCAGAAGCATGACCAGGATCTGAACCACTTGTTGCATCAAAGTAGTAAATATGGTCCGTCGTGATGGGCTAATTATTCTTCCACTTGGTCCAACCATCATTGACCATGAAAAACTTGCAGTTGGAAAGCATAGATGCCGATATTTGAGTCATGTAAGGAGCAGTTCCAGCTGTATAGGTAACATATTGATACGAACGACCGTCATTACCTGGAGTACCGTTCAACACCGAGCCTGCCACTTTGCTTACGCCTGTCAAGTGATTCAAAGCAATCATGGTCGATGGTCCTTTGGTAGCAAGTGTATTCTTGGTGCTCGGATACAAAATGAACTTTTGGCCCGTTCCAACAGTTGCTCCTGAAGTAGAGTTGAACATTTCGACACCCAACATGGAATCATATCCACAACTGAGAGCAACAAGTCCCATGATCAGAGCAAAATTACTACCACCTGTCCAAGTGTAACCATCAACGGCATTTATTGCAGGCAACGGATCGTCAAGTGGCTAAATACTTTGCTGATATGCGACACCTTCCTGTCCAATGTATCCCCAGAATTCATCATACGCTACATCTGCTCCGTTGGCGACATCTGTCATTTGTCCTCGAATTTGTGAACGCGTAGCAAGATTCGGAATGCCCATAAGATCGTTAGCATAGGTCGGAACACCATTGGAGTCGTGTGGACCAACAAAAATGAATGAATTGCTCAAATCTGTCATTGGTAGAGGATATAATTAATAAAAAAAATTGGTTGCAAAGATTTATACTATTGTCATGTAATATTCCTGTAGCCAACAATTGCCAAACACCATCTCCGAATGGTGCACACATTCTCCTGACACAAACTCCAAAAGTTAAAAACCCATTAATGTTTAACAACTCTCATATCCAATATGCAAACATGCAAGTACCGAAAACACCAAAATGCAATAACAAACACCATTGACATGTTAGTGAATTAGGCAAAAAAAGAAGGAAACTTTGTCGTATATGTGTATATTTCTTTGTTGATATTTGTTTGGCTACTATTCATGTGTTTAAACAGTCGATCCAGTTGAACCGAAACCACCCGAGCCACGAGTTGTCACGGCATCATCAATGACTTGTTGGTCTACGAGTCTGGGTTTGAGTCTACGAGAATCTTTGCTCGACAGTTGGCAGAGACGAGTGCCTGCTTCGATTACATAGTCCTGCTAAACCTTTTGAATAATGGGAGTGTAACCAATGTTGAGTTTGCCGGTTTCTTGGTTCAACTCAACAGAGCCAACAACCTGAAGAATAATTTCTTGTTCAGCGATATTGTCAATCTGCCACAAAACTTCACCTCTGTATGGTTTGTCGATACGACCAGGATTATTCACCTGACGCAAAGGAGTCTTGCCAACAGATGAGCGAGGAATAAGGTCCAATGCAACAGGCGAAGCAACACGAATGCCCAACGGAACCTTGAATGCACGAGCGCCTGCAGGAACAACGACGCGTTCAGGAACAACCAAATCCCAACCATCATCGCCATCGTGTTGCTTGTTGCTCTGATAATACTTGGTATAATCGGCATTGGTTACACAGAAGGGCAAGTCAATGAATTCTTCTTGGTCATTGTTGTTGGTGACGTCCGGGTTGGCTTCTTCCGTTCTCAGTCTCTTGCGTTGCTTTTCATGTTCGTCAATAGTGGTCTCGTGAAAGAATTCGCTCATATTTGTTTGTGGTTGGTTGGCGTGCTTCAATAAGTGTAGAAGGGTCAAAGTTGAAAGCTTTTTTGTTGGCAGAAGTGAAATTTGAAATTTACCAAAAAGTATTTAGTTTGTAAGCATCTTTCCATGATATTGATCATAGCTACGAATAACATTACGATAAAACACAGTAATTTGAGCCTGTTCTTCAGCTAATGGTAAGTCTGTTTCCATCAAAATCGAAAACATACCGCCAGATTGGTCAATAAAATAGTCTGCAACATTATTTCCGGGGTGCATATATGTAATCCGTTGCTACTGGTTGCATGACCCTAGTCTTAGTGCATACCATGTAACATTGGAATCATTATTGTCTGTGGCCGATTCTATAGAATCTAATGGTCGAACTCGTTCGACTGCGGCGGCCCAAGGAGGAATCCCAGAAAATTCTGGAAAGAGCGTGTCGCAACTGTAGGCACTCGTCATCATGCACTACTAGGCATCAAATATATGATACTATATTGGATCAACACCATCAGCAGCATTAACATTAAAAACAAATGCTGACCGTAAATCATGTTCAAAAACAAGTGAAAAACGGGTTGGCATTGCAGGAAATTCTTTGCTCCTTTGCCAACGTACAACGACACAACATGGAGCAAATCTCCTGCACGCAATTAGGCGCTAATTTGATTTACACTTTTCAAAGCTATCGTACAAACGACTTGAATCTATTTCCAAAAGAGAAGAATGGTATGTGTGTTGATATAGCTTTTGTATGGCGTCATCTTGTTCGCAAGTTACTACCTGACATGCCAACCAATCTGGACATGTATCGTATTCTTGGTCAAGCAGTATAGTGCACTCCAACGATCCATAGGAACTAAACAAGAATGGTTTTTTGTTCTATGTAACACTTTGAAATACATCCAGTACGATCTTTTCGGAATCTCCAAACATTTGTTCTCGATTTCGTTTTCGAACCCAACACAGAGTGCCTTTGGGATAGCATGTCAACTCATGGCCCCCTATAATAAGTTTTACGTGTTGAATTCGCTCAAAATACTATTTGTCAACATACAATAGCAATTCCTTGATCAATAAACCTTGGCCGTTACCTGTTGGTGCAATTGTAAATGCAATAGTGTTCTTGGCGTATTTGTATTTTGACGATGGCAGCTGAGAATAACTTTCGTCTGTGTAGGTACACAAGTCACCAAATAGTTGTTCATCTTTGATGCGATTCTTGTGAATACTGCACTTGAAAGTAGCATAAGATTCATCTAGCGTTGAAAATATTAAAGGTGGTTGATATTGTCGACGCATGTTGTAGTGGTTCAATACGATTTGATGCCACTTTTTGTTCAGAGTAAGAACGGATTTTTGTAGACTCTGCAAGTTCAAGTAGGAACAAATGGTTTCAATAATGTTGCTACAACTTTGCTAGTTGGACATATGACTTTGCCATTCTATAGAATCGACCATGGACGTTATTATTTTTTAGGATGTGGTGGTCAGAAAAAGAAAAAATTGGTTGCTGTTTTATTTTTTTTGACCTCATCGAATGAACACTATATCAGTCATTGTATCATTCGACTGACCAAAGTTACGCTCAAAAGCAATACAATGACCCTACTTTTCATCCAATGGCAAATCGGTTTCGACCAGGATGCACGGTGCTCCGAAATCATATTTATGCTGTCCCGGATGAACATTAGTAACACGAGAAGGGTTAATACAATTTGAAAATCTGAATGCATACCATGTAACATTGGGATCGGTGTTCGAAATCCATGGAGGTGTGCCTGAAAACTCTGGAAATAGTGTATGGTTACTATGTGAATCATTGGTCATCAAACACTGGCTGGCTTCCAATTCATCTCCAAACGAATACGTATAAATACCCACTCCAAATTCAACAACTTTGAACTTGACAGGTACGGCAAGATATTCTTTGCTTCTTTTCCATTTGAAAATCATCGAACAAGTGCACCTATATAGTCCTATCAATGCACTGTTTGTTCCTGTGAGACTTCGTAACTCATGGACATCGAAACCTTCGTTCAACTTACTGCACTGTATATCTAACAACGAATATGTGATCTTTTCCGGATATTGTTGCACTAGCTTTCCGCAAGTGATGACTTTGCATATTAACCATTGCGGACATGTGCTACTATTGTATGTATTGTCCAATACAACTTTGCATGACAAATTTTGCGTAGTCAAATATCTGAATGGCTAATTTTTGGGTGCCACACATTCTAATACATCCAATACTACTTTGTTGTTTTCTTTTCGTTCATACTGCTTCTTTCTAAACCAAGGTAGTATATCTTTTGGATATCGATTGATACGATGTTTGTCGTGACCAAGTATATGTATTTCTTGTATTCTTTTAAACTGTTCTTTTTCAACGTAAATCAACATTTCCTAAATGACCAAGTTCTATTCTGGTTCTTCTGAACATGAAATGTCAAATATGATTTCACCATCGCTGTTTATTGTTGGATTTATGGTCCACTACTATTGCTAGGCGGAAATGTTGTCGAATATGGCTTTGATGATTGCTTCGTTTTCAATCTGTTCTCTATGATATGACATACGATTAGATACTAAATATTGCATATTAACGACCGGTTTTACAAGTGGTGGTTGCTTTTTGATGTATAATAACGCGATATGATACCACTTTTTGTCCAAAGTAAGAATGGATTTTTCGAGGGTCAATATGTCCAGATAACTACAGATGGTTTCAATAGTGTTGCTACAACTTTGCTAGTTGGACATGTGACTGCTCCATTCGGCTGTTGCGGATTGCATGCTAGTGCTAGTGCTAGTGTTGAGTAGATTGGATGGACAGGTGGGTTGGTTCAGAATAGAAAAAAATTTGTCGAGACTTTTTTCGAAAGAGTTGCTCCAAAAATTTTTGATGTTGCACAGGTCCGAAATAATATTTAAAAGTTCAAAAAAATTTTTATGTGTCAACAACATGTACACTTACATCTGTAAATGCTTCAACTTCAAACTTCATCTCTTGATGTGGCAACGGCAATAAAGGCACTTCCATGACTTCCCATCGAAACAACCACCAAAATGGCCGTATCTTTTCTTCAATCTTGTGCTGTTCTTCACTTGAGTCTACCTGAATAATGACTTTGAGACCGAATTCTTTATGATTGTACAGCAAACTCTGCCAAAATTCATATGACTTGTGGTTATAGAGGTCAGACACATCGGCAAGTTTCAGAAATACAAAGTCGATACCATCGTTCTTCATTTTTTGCAATGTTTTCCATACCAGAATTGCAGTCTAGGCTACATATTTTGCATCTTCCAACAATTTTGAGTCGAAAGATGCTATTTTGTACTGATTGGCGAGTGCATCTCTGATGAAATACTCTGTGTCGGCAAGCTGACCAACAAGTGCCGTGTTTTGAGGACCATGCACCTTCCAAACTTCTTGTAACAACTGCTTTTGTTTGTTGTATGCTGTAATGCTCATTTTTTGTTGCTGCAGCAGACAATTTATTGTCAATGTGCCGAATATATTCAGTTGCAAACTGATTAGAAATCTTTTTGCTGAACAAGGCAGGTGCGACAGAGACGAAACAAACAACAAAGATTTCCAGCACCAAAACATTTTATTCAAATCAGCAATATACACATGTTCTATCATTCCATTGACCGCTATGTTGAAAAACAGGACAGAGGGAATCGAGCGAACTGCTAAAAAAAGAACACCGGACCGATCAAACCGCGAATTTTTCCGGCCTTGCTGCCCGTAGCCCTCCAAAACACCCCTTCAGCAAACCGTCTTTCGCCTCAGCCTTAGCCCCTTGCTCGTTTCCCCGCGCGCCTCTCTCCAACACTCACACTGATCAGCAATGACTACCACCACCGCCACCAACCAAACCATTCATGAAAAATTAGTTTCCATCATCCGTAATTCAGCATTCGCTGGCCGCATCAGTCTAGGCATTGATTTGGGCAACGATCACCCCGGCGCCGTCTTCCTGACCACCTCTGGCGGCTTGCCCTGCACCGATCAACTGCGCTTGCGCACTATCAATCTGAGCAATAGCACCATTTCTGCCAAGTCTGCTGTTGTCTTGGGCATCAAGGTCTTTGACTAGGGCACGCCTCAGCGCAAGTATCTCGAAGAAGTCCTACTTCCTCCCGATGTCAATGGTTACAGATCATTCGCGCATGTTCACCTAGACGATAGAGGCAATAGCAAACCGGTCAACTTCTGCTCCTTGCTCAGCGCTAATGTTCTGTCCTATCGTATCTTTGACGATGCTGTCAGAGAATGGAAAGACAGAAACAACCAATTTGAATTTGCTGACAAGCGAGGCAGAAACAACTATGTCACGTTCTATCGCTACTATTCCAACTTCAAGAACATTGCGTTCATCAATCCAGATGTGTCGCAGTATGTTCGATTCTGTGCTTTGGATCTGATCGTCAGTCGCACTCCTGAATAGGAAGAAGAATATCAGAGGCTCACCGAATCCATCTTTATCAAGTCCTGCATGGTCGGCAAAGAATAGTATGGTCTCAAACTTGCTTTCGATACCAACGGTAACAAGTCCTTTGTCCATCACATCTTGTTGGGCGACCAGTCCGTTCATGTTCTCGTCCCCATTGCTTTTCTGGTTCAGGCCATGGTGTACAAGATTCTTCAAGAATTTTTCAAGCAGTCAAACACGAAGATATCTTCCCTCGACTGGAGCAAATTCTATGTTGCTCTGTCGCAGCCCAGCAGTGGAGAACATGATGTCGGCTACTCATTGATGCTCAACGACGCGGTCAAGATTGCAGTCGAAGCCATCAAGGACGATCCCGCCAAGGCAGGCATTCCCGATGAGAATATCATGAATTTGGACGAATCATTGGGTGCCGTTCTTGCTCCTGCAGCAGATTAGGTCTGTTCCAACAACAAGATTTTGAATATGGCCGTCGATTTGAATGCTCCCGCCTCTGCCTCTACCGCTCGCAAGATTCTTTCCATCGACATTGGCTGTGGTACATTTTTGCTCAATTTCCTGAAGTGCATGTGCGACAATCTCGAACTCATTAGCTTTGTTTCGAAAGTCATTGGCGGTCGTGATTTTACCATTGCAACTTATGAATGCATCATGGATTTGTTGCGTACCGAATTCGAGCAGGCCTATCGCAAGAACCATCCCAGAGCAGCGCAGGTCGATTGGAATGCTTTCAATTCTTGGATTAACCGTATGAATGAGAAGGAGAGCATCATGGAAGCGGCCGAAAATCTCAAGATTCGATTCTGTTCGTCTTACGCCAAGGATAATGTCAATTTTGTCGAGTTCAGGAGCAGGTTGCCTCGCAATGACTATGATATCGATAGCATCACGATCACCAAGGAAATGCTCGAAACAAGATGGAAGCCTTTGGTCGAACAGATTCGTCGCGACTGCATTGCTTTTGTGAAGCAGCTTATCAAGGACGGTCATATCAGCAGCAATGGCGGCGACTTTACTCTTTAGATCACTGGCCTTCCGTTCCACATGAACTATCTTCAGGATACCATTGTCGATTTGTTCAAGACCAACAAGTGGGCCGCTGAAGCTGATATGCATGTTTTGCCCGGCGAAAGCACCGTTGCGATTGGCAATACTTTGTATCCGGTTTGTCGTTGGGCCAATGGTCTCAGTGCTGAAATTTCTCGTCAGACTGCAGGAACCAGAAATATGACCATTCTTTTGGAGCGTACGGATTCCGATTTGCAGTTGGTTGCCGAGGAGGAAATTGCCAGTAGGTGGGTTCTGTAGTATACAAATCTTGTGCCTCACAATCAGCGTGCCGATCCCGTTGTGGCTGCCGATCCTAGCAAGTGGACTCATAGAATCAAGGAGTATTATGAGCGCGTCGATTTGGACTACTAGAGCCTCATTTTCAAGGCAGTCGAACATTATCCCGTTACTGGTGCTCGTTGTGTGTTGGGCACTTTTGATGTTCCTCTTTTCAAGACTCGTCAACAGTTGTAGCAGATGGGATTCGAGGGCATGGAACTGGAGGCCATTTTCAAGGAATAGAACAAGGTTTATCTCAGTGGCAAGACAGGCGAACACAAGTACGAGCAGATGACTTGCTTCGAAAATATTCTGGGCAAGCAAATCTCCAAGGCCAAGTTGCATCAGTCTCAGCCCGATACCAATCTGAATGAACTTGCTCAAAAGATTCGTGTCGACGAGAGACTGTTGAACCCTCTCAATCATGACCACCATCAGCGCTTCAATGATGCCGTTGGTGCCTTCAAGACCAGTGCTATTGTCAACGGTGAGGTAGAGTGGTTTGATGTGGCAACTGTTAGAACCAGACTCTATAGAGCCACATAGCTGGCCAATCAGTAGAGGGCTACTCAACAAGACACTAGTGTTGAACAGGTTGGCAAGAAGAGACAGCGCAAGGAACCTGTCAAGAAGACCGCGTCCGCCAAGAAGAGCAGTGCTAAGAGGGCTCGCAAGTGAGTGTTTCGTTTTGATTGTGTTGTGTTGTCAAGTTGGTTCAAGTACAAAGTATTGTTTTTAGTGTTTATTGTTTGTATGTTACGTTGTATTGAAGTTGGCAAAAAAAAGTTTACTTCCAAAGTTTGGCCTTAGGATACTTCTTGTTCAACCGTTTTTCTGCTTCGGGCCAGAAACTTTGGACCAAAAAGACAGGATCGCCTCCACTGCCCGTAACAAAAACATTGTCTTTCCAACTTGGCCTTCCGTCGTAATAATATGTGTCGCCTGCATATGGATAGTCCATGTATGTTTTGTCCGATCCTTCGTATAATGTTCCAGACAAACCGTATCTGTCTCGATAATGACCAGGAGATGGATGTTTTTGAAACTCTTTTTCGTGTTCCATCTTGTCGTAAGTGAATACGCTGACGGGTACGTATGGACTTTCGAGGTTACCGTCCTTGTCGAACAGATCATCGAAGAAGCTGTCCCATTGGCCCATCACGATGTAGTAACTTTCACCGCGCTTCATCTTTTTGACATCTGCAACGGTCAAGAGTTTTGTTTTGCCAACATGAGCAGGATACATTAGATACATTTCTTCTTTGCCTGATGGGGTTTTGTCCATAAAGTAGTGATCCTTTTTGAGAGACTTGAGCACTCTGTCCTTGAGAGTTTGTGTGGATGATTGTTTGCGAACAGTCTTAGGTTTGGTGGCAGGCGTAGGTTTGGTTTTGGCTGGCTTCTGGATTTTGGCTGTTGTTGACGTTGCCGGCTTTTTGCCTTTGTTGTGAACTGCGCAGTATTGGCTTCCGTGAACTGCACTATTGTTGCATTGTTTGCCTGCTTTGGTGGTTGCTTTGCAGCGAGTCATTTTTCTTTTGCGTCGTAAGTGTTTGAAGAGAAGAGGTGAATGGGTAGAGTTTTTACAAGTTGACCAACAATATTCGAGTTGCAACAACCAAAAGTAAAACAATAACCATGAATATATTTACATTTACTGACCCAAACGTTCTAGATTCAAGCGGTCGGGTGTTTTTCTGTCTCTGCCGGATCGTCTGGGTTCGACAGCAGGAGCGTAGGTTCTTGAACGACTTACTGATTTTTTGACTTGGGTTTCTTTGGGTGCCTCTTCTATTACTGTTGGCTTTTCATATGTCACCACGGTAACCATTTCGACGTCATCGGTGTCATTGTTGGCCACCATGTTAGTTTCCAAGACTTGCGGTTGAACAGTGGTTGGTAAATCCTTGAGAGACAAAAGTGAGTCGGCAGCATCCTTGGTAGCACTAGATTCATTCGAATCCAATCGTTGACCGGTATGTCCAATAGCATCCAAATGCTGAGCGACTTGCTAAGTTGCCAAAGGTATAACGGTCTAGGTAACCTGTGGAGCAACAGTCTGAACGGGAATGGGGACAGGAACAGGGACAGGGGCATCGTCGCTTTCGTCAATGATGAGATAGTCTTCTTCCTCTTCTTCTTCTGGCTCTTCTGTCTCTTTGGCTATGGTAGTTTGAACAGAGACAGGTGCTACAAGAGTCGATGGCTATTCCATAACTTGTTTCACCTGAGGCAGCGGTATTTGTGTAGGTGTAGGCTCCTACTCCTGCAACTTGGGGATTTCTGCTGGCTCGGGTTCTGACTATTGCGGCCAAGTAAAAAGTCGAACAGTAACTACATTCTTGTTGCCAACGGGTTGTGCGCTGACCCATTCGAACAACTAAGTTACCGTAGCCTGCATATTGGCTTCATTGTAGCAGTAAACATCGTATTCGGCATCGACGCTTGCTTGGGCAGGCCAGACGAAACACTTGGCATTGCTATTCTTTTGAACAATGTTGGCGTCAATGAATTTCAGAAGCGAGTCGCAATCTTGGCCTTGCCAGCGAAAAAGTTGCATATGTTGTCTATTTTCTTCTGAAAGCAGCCGAATCTGTAGCTAATGGTCTTTTTGCTATAGATTCTGCTGTTGGACGTGGCCAACGCTTGGAGTCTCGCTGCGCTACGGGACAAGTCCAGGAAGAATCGGCTATTGTGAACCGGCAGAATCTATAGATCCACATAGTCGAACCTATTCGACAGCAGCAGGCTAGTAGAGCGAATAAAGAGACGGCGATGGTAATATTGCTGGAGGTGCTAGTAATGACGACGATGCTGCCAACTTGGGCAAGGGCAGAGGATTGTAGGTTGTAAGTGCAGGCTGTGTAGAGGCCGGCAATGATGACGAGAATGAATATGGCTACTATGGCTAAGCCCTGCCAGTTTCGAGGATGGTTTCATTGCTATTGGTGGCAGGAGCCGAGGCAGATTCGCTCAAGTCCATAGACTCGACGGAATCGCTATCATAGTCGTAGGAGTCCTCGTCTTCCATGGAGTGTAGAGATTGTGAAGTATGACCTATCCAGTTAGAAGGAATATTGAATCGAGCAACAAAACTGTGTCGCCAAAGTCTGTTACGGTCCATGGCTTCCTGCAATTTACGGAATGATTCTTGTGCAGCCGAGTCGCCCTTTTTGACCATTGCTTTGATGTTGGACTGTGCATGAGAAATGGTATGACGATGCTGCTCCCAGTTTTTGCCTTGCATCAAACTATTACAACCACATTCTGACATCAAGCATTTGCGAACACCGCCTGTGGATTCAAGATGGGGTGAATTCATCTAAAGGATTCTTTCAGTGACCATATACCATGGTTGCTCCACGATTTTGCAGGTTACTTTGATGAATGCACGAGCATTACCGACACGCTGACTGGCAGTTTGAAGTTTACCAGAGTAGAAGAGCAGTTCAAGATCGGCCATGGTATCATTGTCCGAAAAGTGGGGTGTTGTGATACGAAAGGACACTTTGCCACCGAATTGCTCCTTGAAGCGCTCGAAATCACCTTTTTCTCTGAGGACTACCAATGCCGCCGAAGATGATGCTGGCGAAGAGGTATGATATTGTTTCTACGATGAAGGATTGCGATATTGGTGGCTGCTCGCAACAGGATAGGGTGAGTAGCGGTAGTCGTGGCTTGGTCCGTAGCTTGCTCCTCTGCTGCTGCTGCCACCATAGTATGATGACGAGGATGCACCGCGAGATTGCTGAGACTGTTGATGTTGATAGCTGGATTGATACATATTGAAGGGGGTTGGAGCAGTGAAAAAAGGAGAAGTGATTTTTGGATGGTTGCTGGTTTGAAAAATTTATGGCAAGTGAAAAAATTCAGTCGCAGCCAGCCAGCACGGTTAAAATATTTTTTCACTTTTGGTTGTCTGCACTCAACGCACCATAAATTTCACACATTTGCAGCCAGTGTTGCTATTTGCCAACAACACAACCATCTTATCATCAAAAACCCCTTCAACTTTAAAACCTCAACCCAACTCAACATCCAACCCAACAACAAACATGTCCGCTGAACAAAAAGTTATCCTTACCTCCAAAGAAGGCGAAAACTTTGAAGTCTCCAAGAAGGCCATCCTCATGTGCGGTCTCATCAAGGATATGCTCGAAGAAGCAGAAGAGGACGAAGTTTCTATCATTCCAGTCCCCAACGTATCATCTACAACATTAAAATTGGTTATCCAATACTGCAACGAACATGTCGATGAACCATCAGAAGAGATTGAGAAGCCCCTCAAGGGTAAGATTGAAGATATTTTGAGTGAAAAAGACCGCAAATTCTTGGAACTCGTCGAACAAGCAAGCGCACAGACGGGCACAAACTAGGTCGTGGAGATCGTGATGAGCAGCAATTATCTTTTTTGCAAGCCATTGCTCGATTTAACATGCGCAAAGATTGCATCAGGACTAAAGGGCAAGAGTCCTGAACAAATACGCGAAATCTTCCAAATTTCCTCAGATTTCACAGTTAAGTCGAGCCTATTAGCATGTTTTAGTACAATGGTAAAGCTAACTTTTTGACTTTATTTTCATATTACCACAAAAACAGCCCGAAGAAGAAGCAAAGATTCGCGAAGAAAACAAGTGGTGCGACGAGGCGTAAAACTAAAAGTAAATATTATTTTCAAAAGGTTGAAATGCAACCATTGTAAATTTGTTACATGGAGTGTTCTTTCGCTGTATTACAACACAAACATTAATTCACAAAACCAAAAACTCTCGCACTCAAACCATGACCCTAAATCCAAAAAGTTAGCGGCAGAAGCAACAAAAATACAATAATCCCAATATTTGCCAGGCAAATTCCAAATGTACAAACTCAAGAGCGATTGGTAAACATGGTACATTAGTCACAGAATGTGAGATTTGCAAAACGGCAAGGTTGAACAGATATCGTGATAAACAACGAAAATTAGTGTCAGAAGGTAAATGCACACAATGTAAAACAAAACTACCGAAAGATTACAAGTTCAAAAATTGCTAGAAATGTAACGGAAAATATTTAGAGAAACTAAAAAAATTAGAAGCTGCTGGAAAATGCAAACAATGTGGAATCAAATTACCTGAAGATTGTAAACTCAAACGCTGTAAGAAATGTTAGGGTGCAAATAACGAACGACACAAAAAGTTTGAAGAAAAGTATAAACAAGAAAAACGCTGTCGAAGATGTACAATTGCTCTTCCTTTGCATCGTTAGGATTGCAGTCGTTGTGACCAATGTCAATACACTGATTACTTGTCAAAGTTTTACAAACTAGTTGAACAAGAAGGCAACGAACTCCAAGTACAATAGACTACATGGTTAGTGGCCAATGTCCGTAATTTAATCATCCCTCATTGCCAGAAAACAGAACTAAAAAGCATAATAGACGGCAGATTCTTGAAATGTGGAACCAACAACATTTTGGAACGACCCAACTTGGATCACTAGCACACATTCGGTTCAGCAGGATATGTCAATGGACTGATTTCTTAGCTATAGAACTTTATCAAGCTTGCTTTTGGTGACAAGTTTTTGGGGCATCTGTCTCAAAAAGAGCGTACGGATATGTGGAATTACTATGTAAAATGTATTGTCAGAGCAATCAGCTGGGCCCAGAGTCAAGGCATCACATTCTACGACTCTGAACTGTTGAAAACAGAAATCAATTGGATCAAGGATACACGAGGTAATCCAACTCCGGCTGCCACTGGAAGAAAATCAAAGTTGTTCAAGAGTGAATGCGAAGAAGCACACCCTATTTGCCCTATTATGCAAATTCCCTACACTGAATTTTCACCTGGCAGTCCTACAAACAGAGAATTGGAGCATGTCCCCAAAACGAAAACAATATGCGGCATGTGCACCAGAAAAGCAAACACAATGCTCATAGGCGTTCGTTCGCTATTAAGTAACGGTTTTACAAAAGAACAAATCATCGAAGAGTTCAAGAAAGTGTTCGACTGGCTCTGCTCCAAAGAAGAACCAACGAGTGGCTTGATGATTGTTCGCTTCGATAGAATTGATAGAATCAAGACTGCCACACAAGAAGAATACTACAGCGACCTTAGCGACGATGAATTTGAAGAGGAAGAAGACGAAGAACTCGAATCCGAAGATGATGATGAATCCGAACCAGAAACAGAAGAAGACGAATCGGACGAAGAAATGGAATAAATACAATACACATAACTTTTACATTCATCAACTTTGCTACTAACCATCTGAACCAGAAGCACCATTACCGGCTCTGACTGCGGTCCAAACTATCATATAGCCCCTTTCTCTGGCTACCTCAGTGGTCAAAGTTTCCGTCCTTGAGTGGACAAAGACTTTGAAGCCCTAAGGTGTGCATTCAAAGACGCTCGTGCTTCCTGAAATGATTCCTGATGACCTATTGCCTACTAGACTGGTTAGATATATCGGAACTTTGTCCAACTAGAAAGTATGCCTTACGGTTGCCAAAATGCCATTGCCATAGTTTTCAAAGGTCCTACAGGTTCCGCTGGCCACAAACTGAGTTCTGCCTGCCTATTGTTGCTAAGGCTACTAAGGCAATGGTGCAGCATCGGTAGATGCAAAGGGTTGGACCTGTCCAACTGCAGGAGGAGGTGGTAAAAGCGAAACAATGGGCGCGGCAACCTGTCCGGGTCGATTCGCGGTCGTCAGGGTTCTCATTTCTGCCAAAGCATTCATGACTATTCTCTACAGTTGGGTCATCCTTTGGGCCTAAGCTGGCGGCATGTTTCGGTAATGCCCATGCGGTCTGGTTTTGTTGATTTTTGTGGACAGTTTGGAAGGCATTGATAAAAGATGGTAAGGGAAGGGTTGTGTTGGGTGGGGCAAAGAGAAAAAGGTGGCGTTTGTTGCTAGTTTCCTTCAGACTGCCTCGGTCTCCACTGCTTAAAACCGATTCACTGGCTTAGTTTCCTTCAACTTTTTGGTCGGTTCAAAGTTGCACCAAAGTCAAACCAGCGAAGCAAGTTTACAAATTACCTATCTATCTGCACCGACCATCGTAATTCGTGTTCAAAAAATCTGCTGTCCCCAGAAACCCAACTAACCTTCCAACACCAACCCAACTCAACAACAAAAAAAACAATGGAAAAATTCCAACGCTAGGGTCTGATCTTCTTCATAGGCCTCGTAATCTTCCTCTTGGTTGCAACAAGTGCCGTTATCGCAGGAGTCGTAGGCAGCCACCAAGCAAAACTCAGGACTTCCGCTCCCGCTTTTACATCTATGGACCAAAAGGCCACAACAACACCCAACGCCGCTCCAATAAAACCTGCAACAGCTTGGTCCATCTAAGCCCTGACCTATTATTTTGCTTTGTCACCAATCCACATCCAACAGTATCACACCATCGTCGCCAAATAACCCTACTGATCCGATCTATCCAACAAAAAAATATGCGCCCAATCACCTACCTTCTCTGTCTTTGTGGCTCGGAATGAATCTATGGAAGTATTCGACATGGGCCCCTTTGAACCGCGCGACAGCCACAGTCTAGACATGTCTATTCATCCATCCCGAAACGATAATCTCTATTGAACTATCACTATCTGCTCGCTCCATTCACACACGCATATTACAAATTACAACAATACCACTTCTAGGTCACCATGATCAAGAAACCCATTGGCTGTCACGCGAGAACCCGGGGTTGTTTATCAGGTCACAGTTTCTTGCAATTTCAGTGGCTACGTTTCAGCGTCAGTGTCACCGGCCGGCCAAGTTGGTCATTCGTCTCAAAGTTACATAACACCATCATCCAAAATACATGTAGATCATAGGTGATCCTTATGGCAATCATCTTATCCTCTCGATAAAAACTAGCCATGAATTAATATCGATTAAATTTGGCCAGCCCTATGTCGAAGAGATCGCGCAAGACACCTGCATAACTCAAGCTGAACTCGCCAGCTTTCCTTTGTAAGTTAGACTCCATAGCCAACAACAAACACTTTTCCCACCACGCCCCTTGCCCTTTTTTCACCACGGCACTTCCCAACGGAGACTATTTATTTTTTTCTGTCAACCCATCACCCAGCCACACATATCATGCATACCGCCGTCTGTTACCGAGTTTCATTTAAACCATCACAACAACAGCACATATACTCGGATCATCATCATCAACATTGTAAAATGAATAACCAACCCAACCCCGCCGCCGAATCATCATCATCACAAACTCAAATACCACCGCGCACCATAGCAGGCTGCTGTGCCCAATGCGCCATGATTCGCGATCACGCAGACGCCTACTTTCACGGTGCCATGTATAATCCATATCACATCACATTGGCATGTGGTACAGCGCTTGACTGCCACATCAATCGCATGGTTTATGGCTACAATATATTCCCAATGGGCGAGTCCGCGCGGCGATTCTCAGGTCCCTTTGCTGTGCCCGTTGAGCATGTTGTGGCATTCCACACTTTACCGCAATCCTTGGACCAACAGCAAATGTTTACTTATATACCTGATACACCAGTAAACCAATACGCGCAATTAATTCCCAACTTAAGGCGGATGAACCTTTCGGACCGAGATTCGTTCGACTTAGCCCTGATACCAATGAAGTCGGTTGCCATGCTCAATGTTGCATACAGAAAGCTAAGCCAAGTAACAAATGGTCAGTTACCTCAGACGATTGAAACCATGCAGCGAGCGCTCGAAGAAGTCGAAGTCGTCGCAGGGCCGTTAACAAGGCAATACGCTGGATTCCTTTTAGCAGCAAGGCAAGGCGTCGATATCTCGAATTTACCCGTTTATGCCGCTACATTACCTCTGTCGCAATGGCAACGGAAACAATTGTTTGACGCTTATTATTGGGCAGTGTTGGCGCCCGAATCATCACGGAGGCGCGAGTTAATACGTGTCGTTTAGTGGTATGAGATGGCCGGTGCTCAGTTGGTAGAGACCGAAGTTGGCAAGCTGTTGAGCGAGATACCTGCTGCCCAATAATAAGCGTCATTTGTAAAATATAATTGTTGTTAACTTATTTATTTATTGAACCAACTGGCGCGTTGTGTGTGCGTAAAGGCAGAGGTAGAAGGTGACAACAAGACAAGAGTCAAATTGTCCAACTGCAAGAGACCATCGAATTTTTCCGGCAACTATTTAGTTTTTTTTCGTTGTTGTTTTGGTTCCATCACCAAACAAATCACCAGCCAAAATAGCATTGGCCCAAGAAAAAGTCAAGTAATACGAATGCGCAAATACGAGTCTGTATTCCAACGAACCAAAAGCAGCCTGCCACCAAGAGGTAATAACGGGTTCAACGATAATTTTTGGCTCGGCTTCGTTACTATGCCAATCTACAAAGTGCAGATGTTCTCTAATGCTATAATTCTGCAAAGAAAACATGGGCAAAAATGTGATAAAGTCGTATTCGTTGGCAAAGAGTGCGACACAAGAACAATGTTTGGCAACAATGGATTCGTAGACCGAGTTACCCATTCTTGGCGCACCGAAACCATACATTCTCGGTTTTCTACCGGTAACACTGTGTACAAATGGTGACGAAAAATGTGCCATGGCTGCACCGAGACTGTGACCGACAGTGTAAACATTGCCGAGTTTGTTACCTTGAGATTCAACCTTGCTCAGAATTTTCAACAGTTGTTCCCTAAGATCATCCTTCTGGGAATCAAAGGCTCTTTGAACACCTTCGTGAATCGTTGCTCTTTGATTTGATGCACAATTGGTGTGGTCACTGACGTCCGTTCCACAGTTGGATGGCAGGCAGTCAACCAAAACCTTTGTTCCATCGGCCCAACTATTTGTTCCACAATAAATCACCAAAATATCGGTAAAGTTGTTGCGTTTTCGTGTGATGATCATACCTTGAACGTCCAGTTCCAATGTGTTGATGACATATTCTAGACGGATGCCATTCTTTTCATGTTTCAGAAAATAGCCATGCAACTTTTCGAGGTCCGACTTGACATAGTAGACCAAAAATGCCAAATGAGCCATGTCGAATCCTTCACGAAGCGACTTGTTCTTTGGTTGCCATGAGTTGCGATGTGACAGCACAGCGGGGTAACCTCTGGCGAATTTGTAAATGCTGCTCAATAGGTAGGATAACATATGACGGGGTTCAGAGAAAAAAATTATAGATATGATCAAGTCTTTATCATGGTCATGAAAGTTTTACTGCTCCCAAAACAAATCATTTTAGGTTTGGGTTAGGCTAACCGAACAACAACAAAAAAAGCAATATTTTTTTCATCTGCCTTCGCCCTCCGTATCAGTTCATTCCAGTTCGCAAAGGCCGGCCATTCGCTTCTATTCTATTTTGTACAACCCAACTTTATCCAAATCAACAGACATATGTGGCAAGAAATAGACCTGCACTCATAGCAACAAGTAACCTTGGCAGCCCCATCGGATAATGGAAGTGATGGTTCTTCATTTTCTGACGTCCATATGCCAACAACATCAATAATATCCTTGTACGATCCCAATTCTGTTTTTGACCAGTTGGCCAAATATACGGATACAGTTGTTGGCATCTATGAACATCTGTGTCAGGAACCTCCAACCTATGACCAACGGCTACGAACCCCAGAAGAAGAAGCTAAACTGAAAAATCTGGAACATCAAGAGTCCAAATACCTAAACTGCATTTCCACATGTGAAACCATCATCACAAAGGTTTACATGAATGAATCAATGGCCCGAAATCACAAGAAATGGGTGCTGCTCAGAAACATGAAGAATTCCATGATTGGTCAGTTGTACTATCACATGTAGCGAGTCAAGGATGTCAGATCATGTTACAACTATGTACTTTATGCGCAGGCGCAGACCATACTTTTGGAAATCTGCCAGCAGAAGCGCAAAGCCAACAACTAGAGTCCAAAGGTCTTGCATTGGAATGTGAACAATGAGTCGGACTCACAGGACCAAGAACAAAACTCTCAAGAAGAAGAAGATATTCCAGAATTTGATGTGGAATGCGTAGAACCTGAACCCGAACCTGTACAATACACTATTGGTGGGACTGACATCTCACAGCAAAATACTAATACTGCCATCTTGTATAATTATACTCCAAATTGTTGTTATTCATCAAGCGACAACGGTTCTAGTTCAGAATCAGAAGACCTTTATTTGTTGAACAACCAAAACCACAAAAATGATGGACTTGACGATATATTGTATCAAGCAAAAAACTATGATTCCTTTATTGCTTCTTATTATCACGAGGAACAACCTATAGATGAAGAGAGTCAAGTGAAGATGATATGTTCTGTTCGATGTATGGTTGCAATAATGCTGATCCTATTTATTTGTTTGTTGTTGGCAGTAATGTTGATTGTTGGACTTGTATACTATTTGCTAAACCATTAAAGGTTCAAGTTTTTATTTATGCAGCAAACTGTTTTGTTTTTCGAATTTGTTCGGATCAGCACAAAATAAAATTTACAGAATTTGAATCTTTCGTATCCACCAAATATGCACGCTAAGCATAACCACCTGTCACATCTGTTACAGAGTCACCAATATTGAGTACAATGGTTGCAACTTTTGAAAGCTGCTTGCGAGTTTCGATTTTAAAAAGTTCGACATTATCTCTGGTCTTGGCCTTCATATGAATTGCAGTCCAACCAACAAAGCCTTGATTCTTGAGATTTTCTACGGTAATGGCTTCCATGTCCTTTGATCTGCCGGTTACTAAATGAATCTCAAATCCCAACTCCATAATCTTGTTGTAAAGTCGCAACATCTCGGGAATGGCTACAAAAACACCTCTTCTCATTGCCTTGAACAATTCAGCTGTAGTTGCATAGTTACTTTTCGGTGGACGCAACAAAGTATTGTCAATGTCCAAAACGACAATCCGGTGTGCCTGTGTTTTGCTGCACTCGGTCAGATACGAGATAATTTCTTCCATGTCCCAAAGCCGTAATACAATAAAGAGGTTTTCTTTGATTTATCATGTACAAATATTACAATGTATGTTCCTAGGTATCGTTTATCTTGTCATTTACTTCCGTAACATCATCTAAATTGTCATTATTTGTATTGTCAGTGCAGTGTCGGCCAATAAAATCCAAAACCATCTTCTTGATTGCTGCGCCTCTCGGAACAACATGTCCCCAACGATGAGTGTGCATCAAAGGTTCGACAAAATAAGTTTCCATCAATAGTCTGGAATGTTCAGCTGTACAAAGTGTGTCTCGCGCACCAACAAAATGCAAAGAAGGAGTATGAATCGAAACAGGTTCGGGTTTTTGGTTCGTATCCATCACATCTGAACCAGACATCAAGATGACACACTTGGCTCGAACCAGATTATGTCCCAAAAGTACAGTTGCAAACACGGCACCTTGAGAAAAACCAATTACAACGTCAACTTCTCGACCGTTCAATTCTCGAAGCACAACATCAGTGGCAGCCTAGATATTCTTGTATTCATGTGGCTGACAAAACAATTCTTTGCTCTCCAAAGGCCACCATCCTCGTTTGTTTTCTCGTGAAATGGAACCCATTCGTGCAGTGTCGAGGTTGGCAACTTGTGTCACATGATACGGTCCCGAAGGTGCAACAATAGTATTCTGTTTCATGAATGTTTTGCCAAAGAGGTTGGTGACAGAATCTCGAATGACGTTACCATTTTGCAAGTAGCCGTGTAACAACAGTATGGTGAGTTGATTAGGCGATCCTTCTTTGGCAAGTTGGTTCGAAGAATGTACTGAAAGTTGGTTCTGATTCTCGGGTTGCATGTTCACAAAAATATTTTTGGATCGCACACACAAAACTTTTTGGCCGAATAAAAATTTTTTGAAGTTTACTTTTTGCTTGCTGCTCAAAAAATTTTTGGACTTTGCTCTCTCACTTTCAAACTTTCAAATTTGTTTTGGACTTTTGACTCCTCACACACTCTTACTGAAAAACGGGCAAATTGAAATGTGTACCAACCAACTGCAAATTCTTGAGCGTCTTTCCACCATTGACAAGAGTCTACTTATTACAAGTCTTGACATACTTCAACTTTATCAACTACAAATCCGCAACATCATCTTTGGGCTTCACAACTGAATCGAGCAACAAGAAACAAGACATGTTGGCATACATGGAATCAATATTGGCCTTGTTGCCTCTAATGTCCTTGATAATCTACTTGTACTATTCACGAACATCCTTTTGATTCCAAGGTGTAGAAAGAACCCACGGATCGGCAACTTGTTTCTTTTGTTTGAACTACTTCATGCTAACCTCAACAATGGCTCCATCATTCAAATATTTGAGTGGAGTAGACTGTGCAGAGCAAGAAGCACAAAAGTATGAACCAGGCAAAGCCAGATTCAAGCAACCTGTAGTTTGGCAAGCGGACATATTATATTTTCAAGGGGGTGGGTTGGGTTGTTCCGATTTGTCGTGTCGAAATAAGGGGAAAAGGAATGATGGAAGTTTTACTATACGCGCAACACAACTTTTTCTGATTTACTGAACTAATGCACACCTTCTGTCAGAAAAAGCAATCATCATGTCATATCAATTCGGTCAACTCAATCTTCAAGTCCGATAAAGTCCAGCAAAACAACAATATAATGAATTGTTAGTTGAGTATATAAACAATCATCAGCCAAACCAAGCCAAACCAAATGCCAACTGCAAAATTCTTTGGTGACGTAGACCTCAATGGTCACAAATTCGTCAACTATGGTCAGTCGGGTGACAATCTTGCAACAATAACAGATGTAGCTAGGTTGACCAAAGATATTTGCGGCTTTCCAAACAGAACAGATTCACGTTTTTATTTGGTCGGCAACACCTTTTACATCGAACCCGTTGACCCAACCGCAGGATACTACGTCTACTTTTACGGCAAAGAATTCCACAAAACCAGTACAGAAAGTGTTTAGTTGAGTAACATAGATGGACCTCATTACGTGTTCTTTGATCCCAACGGCATTCTCACTCAAAGTTTGCTCTTTCCAGGTTTCGAAAACATGATTTACATATCCTTCATTTACTGGAACACAACCATGGGCGGTCCAGTAGTATTGGGCGAAGAAAGACATTCATCTTCCAGAGACGTTGACATGCATCGCTATCTGCACTTTACTCGCGGCACTGCGTTCGACAGCGGACTTGCCATGGTAGGATACACACTCAACGTAACATCCAATGCTGCTCTAAACTTTGGTGTCGAAACTGGAGCAATCTGGGACGAGGATATGCAGCATAACATTATCAACAACGTGATTCAACCTGCAAGTAGCGCACCTCCGTTCCAACGCCAAAACATTTCCGATCCATGCGCTGCTCCCGTCATGTACTATCTGAACGGCAAGTGGACGCTAACTTATCAGGCAAATGGGTCTAATACTACATTGCCGTGGTTATTCGACAGTACAACCGGTTTGTTGCAATATAATGATGTGTCAAGTACAGGTGCATTGACCACTTGCGCAAACGGCAATTATGTTACATATTTTCTGTACGCTACTCATGATATCAACACTCCCATTTTGCTAATGCTTGGTCAACGATAGGACGGTGATTTAACAAGTGCTGACAATAATAATGTCACTGCCAATCTGTCCATGATCAATCTGCCTTTCCAAGAAATGAAGGTACTCTACAAAATTATTCTCCAAACAAGAAACAGCTTTTCAGGCGCAACTCACAACGGCATACAAGTAAGAGCAAGGATTGCCAGAGTATCAGATTAGCGTTACAGCACACCGTTGCCAGTTTCGAGTGATGTAACAACCAGTTTCATGCACAACAATTTGGCAGGTAGAGACTTGCCCGATGCACATCCGTGTAATGTTATTACTACAGTCGACCCAGCAGGTTCATTTGGTCGTACCATTGTTCATCCGGATAATGGCGTTACCTATTATGTACAGGATGCATTGCACGATCTCGATGCTCGAATACCAATTTGTATGCGCGGATAGGTTGTTGGTTCTACGGGAGCAATGGATTCTACAAACTATTCGTCTGAATCTTATGGCAGAACATTGACAACGAGTCGCACAGCAACGGGCAGCTACACGATTAATTATTCTACAGTGGGAACACCTGCAAAAATGCCACTTGTGTTTGTGACAATTGGGCCTGTTTCTAATACGAACAAGTATTTTGCTAATGTGAACAGTGTAACGACAACAAGTGCGACTGTTAGTACGATTGATATGACGACACTTGCCGCTGCTGATGCCAACTTTTCTTTTGTAATCATGTTTTGATTCGAGTACAAAAAAAGGAAACAACTAAAAGTACAAACACAAAAAAAACAAATTTCTTTCTCTTTCTTTTTTGGTCAATGCTAATGTGTCTCTTCTTCCTCCGTCGCCGACACAAAAAATTCTGGAAACTGAGACCTGATCATCTTGATGCACCTGATGCTCTCCTACAGTGATTTGACCAATGCATTGCCACCAGTATTTTGGAATATGGCGATCCATTGAGCAGCTAGCGAATCACATGTACCGTACAAGTCGCCAATTTTTTGTTTGCCCTGCTGCTATTGTTTTTCGTCTTCTTCCTGTTGTTGTGGCGCAGGCACAAAACCAACGATCCGTGCAGCATCACTGGGATATTTTTGAGCAAGCTGTGCCAAAATGCTGATGATCTGCCTGAGGCATTTGTTGTATAATTCCAACACATGTGCCTTTGCCGTCACAAAATAGTCCTCCAGTTGTGCCTACGGTGACGGTGTTTCTTGTTGCTGATGCTGGTGGCTGAGATCAGGTTGTGATGAGTGGTGATGTGACAATGTTTCCATGATTATATATTTCTGAGTATGATTTTGCATCGATTGCGGAAGAAGATGAGGGGTCTGTTTGGCGAGGAGAAAAGGGGAAGTTTTTCGTTGTTTTCAAGCGAGATGTGTTGTCGCGCAGGAAGAGGTATCGGAGAACGCAAGGGCCCCATCCCGGAAAAAAAGTCTACCTGTCCCAGCGACGAAAGACGTTCATGACATCGATGAACTAGTTCTATACTAATCGATTTATATGATTTAATCCGTGTATTTGTCACGTGTTAGAGGCCCAAATTTCAAAATAAAAAAGTTCAAGTAGATTTGGCCCATCGCTACATTTATTTTACTTCTCGAAACAAGTCCGCAATTCCCAATTTTTCTATGTAACGACGCACATTGTTCAAGTATCGTTGATGTGCAGACTAAATTCTTGAATATCTGTTCGATTGAATCATTTTTGCTATTTGGGCAAGTAAAAAGAGCAGCTTATCTTGCGTGGCAGATGCATGCGGAAGCAAGACCATCTACCGTCGTTCGAATTCCGTGATGCCACTCAATACTTTGCGTTGATGTTGATGGCATGCACAATAATGCTATCCAGAAAATTGTTTGATTACAGGATTAATACTTTGAACATTAATGACTGGTATGTATTGAATCAAGTAGCAGCTACGGTGGTCGACGGCGCGGGCTCTGTCTGCAAAATCAAGTTCATTTGTTGCTGTATGTTGAAATCGCGGACAATCGCAATCGTTGTTTGAACACTTGATATTTTCCAAAGACTTGATGTTTTTGGTGCTGCTACTAAAGTGCGTCAATGACACGCAAGCACAGTCGAGTCGCTCCAGAATGGGAACGGCAATGATGCGCAGTCTGTCGTAGTAGGTTTGTCTCAGAACATTGCACACCATACTTGCTCTTTGAGCATGCTCCTACAAGGACATATATGATGTTATAATGTTCCAAATATCCCTGTGGATGCATCGGGTGATTTCGGGGTCCTTTGAAATGCGAATGTCGACAATGTCCCAATTTTGCACCCAATGAGTGCGAGATGTTTTTGTTGGGTTGTTATTGTCATTGTCAGCGATGGCGACCGAGACCGAGTGTTCATCGTCGGTGTCATTACTAATGTGTTGGAATTTACGCTTCATGTTTGGCGTTAATGGCGGGGCAGTGCAGTATGAGATGGATATTGTATTTTTTTATGTTTGCCAACTTTTTTTGGGGTCCCCCAATGTTCAACATCAATCCAATCACCAATAGCAAAACATAACAACAACAAATGACAAACACATAATAAATAACTAACTAACTTCATTCATAACACCAAAGAAAGTGTCGTAACAAACAACAAGCTTAAGCAAAAAAAGACTGAGCCAAAGCAGCAGCATCCATTAAATCATCCACCATATTTTGCTCTGCAGCAGCAACAGCGGGTGCTTGCTATTGCTAACCTTGAGTCGCGCCCAACATGTAACGAAGACCAGGGGACATGCCAGCACTCTATCTTTGGGCAGCCACCTGCATCAAATATTTCATGAAGCCAGGAGCAACGGGTGCGTCGCTAAGTACGTCGCCATTGACAGCAGCCAATTTGGCAACCTTGTCCTGCTCGGAAGGATAGGGCATGGGCAAAATCTTGAGAATGTCGGTCTCTCCAGGAGTGAGGTCAAGTCTTGTTACAACTTCTTCGATCATGAAAGTGTAGCGAGCATACGCCAATTCCAAGGGGTTAAGAACGCGCGCATCCTAATATGCTCTGAAATAACCAGCCTATTTGCGAACCGTTCTGGCAAGCAACTCAAAACGAGCCTTGGTCATCGGGGTAGTAAAACTCTCGTAGATTGGAATGATACCATTGCGCACATGAGCATTGAGAAAATGAGCCAAGAAATTGTCTTCGCCTGTAACAGTTTCGTACTTGGCATTGACAAAGTTCAGAACCTGCGAATCCTCGCTCGGGTGAATGCGAATGCCATTGGGATTGCCATAGTGCAGACTCCACATGCGACCAGTATCGTAGGGATAAACAACAATCAACTAAAGCGCAACGCTACGCTCGGCAACCTTGGTCTTGGCGGGTTCTCCTGTAGTAGCGCTCTCTTCGTCGTCGGCTGCTGGTTCTTCTGATTCTTCGCCTTCGGGCTGCTCATCATTTTCGTCAACTTCGGCGCTGCTGCTACTGCTGTCGAACCCAGTCGCCTATTTGGATCTAGAGATTTCGCTTCTCTTTCTCTTCTTACCAACAACAGCCGTCGCATCATCACTGCTGCTGCTGCTGTCAATCTCGGTCGACTATTGGGATCTAAAGATTTCGCTACTACCACTGCTCTCACTTGCGCTTGCACTATTGGCACCCTCGTCATTCTTCTTCTTCTTTTTCTTACCAATTTGGTCCCAGCCACCTGCACTGCCCATTCCACGAGTGATGGTCCTGTCGCGCTTGTAGCCCAATCTTTCGAGAAGCTTATTCCAGTACATCTCGTTGGCCTTGGTCATCTTGCCGCCGGGCAGTTCGGGCTTGTTGGACTTGGCGTCAAATTCTGCAAGCTTCTGGGCGCGGTATGCTTGAAATGCTGCTTCCTTATCGGCGAGCGCCTTTTCTTCGTCGACTGATGTATCCTGCTACTGACCACTGTTATTCTTTTTGGCCCTCTTGCCAGGACGCTTTTCGATACTTGCTTTATATGTATCTCTGAGCGACTGATCGAATTTTCTTCTGTCGTCGGCAATCTCTTCACCAATCTCTTGAATATGTTCCTGCAAGATTTCTTCTACCGATCTATCATCTTCGACGACAATGGGAATCAATGTTGCCAAATCGTCACGGAACATCTTATTGAAGCGCTGAGTGCGAGCATCTGTGACGGTGGTTCCGAGTGGACGATTGGCATAGGCCATCATGGAAACGCGCTCCTACGTCTGCTGGTCGATGGTGTTGATATGCATGGGAAACAGAGGCGTGATGCTGTCCGAGGTGTGATCCAAATTGACAAGACTGCTCAATGTGGTAGGTCTCTTGGTGCAAGAAGTGGCCAACATGATGGTTTTCTCAATTTTGGTTGTAGAAGCAGAGGCCGCGGCAGAAGCACCAGATTCGTCCATTGCTTCGTCAATGTCAGTGTTGGCATGCTTGACGAGAAACAGCACTTCGGAGAGTTTGCCGTCCTGGCAATTGTACATGACTGTTTTGAATCTGTAACCTTCTTTTTCCAGAGAGGCTGGAATGAGAAAAGGACCATCCTTGTACATCTGGGCGATCTTGACGGGATTGACAGTGATGCCGGACTTGGACTTTTCTTCTTGGGCAGAAGATTTGACAGCCGAGTCTTGCTTGCGCGCGCGCGTGGCCTTGCTTCTAGGTTTGGTTGCTGGAGTAGTGGTCTTCTGTAGACGAACCTGGTTGACTGTGTGGATCTATAGATCTTGCTTCTGTTGGACCTGACCAACGATTGGCTTCTTGCTCTGCGCCCTGGAACGAGTTTTTCTCATTTCGGCACTGAGTGCAACAGTGGTGGTTGGTGAAGCAGCAGTGGCAGCAGCAGGACCAGAACGGTTTTTAGATACACCGGCGGACTGGTTTTTTCTAGGACGACCGCGCTTATTCTTGACGGGTTGGGGTTGGGGTTGCTGCTGCTCTTGCTACTCTGCCTAATCATTTTGCATGATCATCAAGGCACCGTGAACATCTTGCTGTTCCTGAAGCTTATTCAAAAGCTACTAATGAGCAGCTTCCGAGTCACCAACACCCTAAGCATCCTGGACAGGAACAAAACGAGGTGGACAAACACCAAATTCAAGCACACGGCCTTCTGGTTCGACTTCCAGAGGCTTCTTGGCGTCATCGACTTGAGCGGCCAAAGCGGTCAGAGCAGACTACGAATCTGCAGGATCTTTAGATCCAAATGGTCGAACAGGTTCGACTGCAACGCTAGCACTATCCTAAAATAACTTGGCGATATCTTCGCCGGTGACTTCACATTTTTCGATGGCCTCAAGAGCCTTTTGGACTTCCTATTGATCTTTGTTAGCGTTTTCAAATGGTACGCCGGTTTCAATTGCATGATAAATACTTGCCATAATTTTTTGAACATCTTGGTGTTTTCCGAGTGCGGCGTAATACTCTTGCGACTGATGGGCGGGGTGTAAGGTAACGTCGACCGTCGCATAGGTGGTAAGAGTGGACTGATGAAGCGAATCTTGACCTGTCGGTTTAAGGGTGCTGATACCATCGTGAAACTAGCCTATCACTGCTTCGAGTAAATCAGATTTTTCCACTTCCATAGTATCGCCAACAACTTTGACGGTTTCACTGCCATTACTACTACCACCGCCGCTAGAAACATAGAGAATCTTGGCATGTGCAGGCATAGGAGTGGAAGTATTGGACCTGTTCAACTGCTACTTTTCGGCAACAAGCTGAGCAACAATGTCCTTACGCTAGTCCTAATCGTTATCAGCACCCGCGGACGGCAGCAGATTTGGTACTTTGATGTCACCAGAAACGCGCTACATGTCGTCCAGATGTCGAATGGCTTGACCAATGGTACTGGCAATTTGAGCCAAGTTTCCACGCGCATCTACACTACTAGTATCTGCGTCGCTTACAATGCCGGGCGCACCGTCGAAACTAACTAAAACGGGCATGTCGCTACTATCATCAACCCTAAAATTCGTGGTAGCAGTGGTAACTTTGCCGCTTTGCTCCATCACAGCATCGCGTCTCAACATGCTGGGTATAGTCGTCTAGCCTGCATGAATACCGCCATGGACATGGATCTTGACATTGTCGCCATTGTCCCAAGTTTCCTTGTGCTTCGTGGTAATGACACACACCGCATCAGACAGCTTGGAAATATTTTGCTGCTGGGTGTAACCATGCTTGGCCAAAAAAGCTTCCACCTGCTGTGGAAATACTTGATCCATTAATTTGAGATAACCAACTGATTGAGATGATCCATCGTCGACTAGTGGTTTACCAGATTTCAGCTGACGTTTCTGGTCTTGGGTGAGTGTCTTGCCCCATGACTTATTTTTAGCGCCGCCGTTGCCCAGTGGGAAAGCGGTAACGGACCCGAATTGAGTGATGATATTTCTTTTTTGCATGAATAAATAATTTTAGTGATGATAGATTACAGTGAGAGTGTGAGGGTGGGCGAGAGAGTGAGCGAAGGCAGATATAAAAAACGAAAAAAGTGCCTTGATGAAAAAACGAAGGGGCTGTGACAAAAAATGTTTTGTTGCCGGGCCGGCCGATTTGACAGCTGGGCACATCACACATCAATCACAACTGGACGCAGTATTTGAATCATTTATACTGACGATTGACAACCAAACGCATCAAAGATTTATTATTCACGTGTTGCGGGCAGATAAACAAAATAAATTTGTCACAAACCAAAAAAACAACTCAAATCCAAATCACTTCTGTCTGTCTGCGCCACCCAATACCAATACCAAATATCAAACATGAAGGTCCCCAAGAACCCTCCCAAGTGGATTCCCGTATTTGCCTCCTATTGCAAGAACAAGGCAGGCGCAAAGGCCGACTTTTCTGCCGTCTTTGAAAAATACTTTGAGAAGTTTGCCAAATAGACCAACGCACTGCACGAGAAGGAAAAGGCCGAAAAAGATGCCAAAAAGGCCAAGAAAGCCATCGACCCTCAAGAACAGATTGAAAAGACCAAGAAACAAGTCGAAAAGGTGCTCAAAAAGTCCAAGCAGCAGATTCAAGAAGCCGTCGGTAACGATGCCGAAATTATGCAACAGTTGAACGAAGGTATTGCCGAGGTTGTTGGTCTGCCTGTTATTGCTTCTGCCAACAATGAAGACTATGGATCGGAAGAAGCTGCAGTCGGTATCAGTGAAGAGGTCAGAGAACGTATTGTTGCCGCCTATGAGTTGTTGCGCCAAGAAATTGATGCTCGCGGTGTCGGACAGGACGATCCCATTGTCAAGGTTTGCGACCAATTGTACGAGTTGATTTCGGACGATGTATCGACTCAACAAAGCGATGATGACGAATCCATTGCCGAAGATAATGATGACAATGATGAACAAGTCAAACCTGAACACCAAGCAATTTCAGACAATGTTGACGAAAATGATGATGATGATGATGATGAATAAATACAACTGCAGCAACTACTATTTTGTTTTTTTGCTTAGCCACATATGTATCCTTCTGGCTTGAGAAATGCATCGGGGCACTCACATGATCGAATCTTTGCGCGTTGTTGGTCGCTCCACTTATCCACCTGAACAGCATCCGTGGCCAGCCTATCACCGTTGGCCTGTTTGGTTATGCCAATTTGCGGCGCCAAGGTATTCACTCGAACCTGTTCGACCATTAGGATCATTGATGCTGCGCGAGGAAAATAAATGTTTTTTTTCGATGCTGTTGGCCGGAACAGACACACAAAGTAACACGAATAGAATTATCCCAGAAAAAAATGATTTATGCTCTGTAGTATTAGTATTTATTATTGTGAACCATGAACCACTTATTCATCATCTTCGTCATCGTCATCATCTTCGTCATCTTCCTCATCCAAATCGTCCCAGTCCAAAACATCGTCTTCGTCTTCGTCAACTTCGTCCGCATCATCGTCATAGTCATCATCATCTTCATCCTCGTCCATCAATGCTTCCAAATACTCCTTGTACAGAGGATCGTTATTGTCGAACAAGGGTTCACCGCCCTAAACAACATAAGTCTTGCACTTGCCACTCTTTCGTGCCATGACTTCCTCCAACAGCTGCTTCTGCTTTGCATCATTGATTTCTTCCTTACCGCTGCTACCACCCTTCATGCTTCCATAGTCGGCACAGTCCATGATATCGTCAAAGAGAATGTCACTAATCACGTCCATTCTGTTCTCCCAGCCTTCCTCGACACGTTCAACGCCGCGAGCAATAATGACATGGAAGTTGGGATCGCTCGTTCCTGTCTCTGCTGCTTTGATGCGCTTGGAAACGTCTTCCCAAATGCTTTCGAATGTGGCAACGGTTTTCGCAACGTGGTATTGAACAGGAACGTTCTTGATGGAAATCTTGGTGGACTTGCCTTCTGCGTTCTTTCTGGTAAAAGTCTTGGGTTCTTCAAAGTGGCGCAGCCAGTTACCAAAGGCAGTCTTGAACTTTTCGAGATCTTTGCTGCCCACCTTTTCTGATGGCATAATGACAATCTTGATAAACTTGGGTCCTCTGTAGACTTGTTTTTTGGCTGCCTTTGCCTTTGTTACCTTGGGCTTTGCAGGACTGGCGGCTGGACTAGGTGCAGGGGATGCTGCTGCTGAAGCTGCCTTGGCAACATTACTGGCAACCTTGGTGGCAGTTGAAGTAGCGGATGTGGTTGCTTTGGTTTTGGACGAAGAAGTAGCAGTCTTGGTCGTTTTCTTGACACCGGCAGGCGAAGAAGTGGACGTTGTGGTCGTTTTCTTGGTAACAACAGGAGATGCAGAGGCAGAGGCGGCAGAAGTCTTCTTGGCAGCGCTCGCAGGTTTCGCAGGAGATGCTGTTGATGTCTTGGTAGTGGTAGTCTTCTTTGCGGCAGTGGTCGTCGATGTAGTTGCGGTAGTCTTCTTGGGGGCGTCGGCAGTCATGTTCTGTTTGTTTGTTTTGTTGCTTGTTCGTTTGTTTGTTGGAAAAGAGAAAAATGTTGTTTTTTGTTTTGTTGGACAGAAAGATGTTTGTTACAATGATTTGTTATTTTTTATGGATTCTTTGTAACCTTTTGAGCATGTTGCATTTCATCAAACACGTGAAAAATAGAAATGACCCAGTCTCTTCTCATCTCTCTTCCGGGAAAAAAATATAAAGTCCAAGTCCAACCAACTCCCAAAAATCGTGCACCATTTATAAAAAGCAAGATTGGCATTCATCCAGTAACCAAATCTAAACTTCGACTGACTACTAAACCCGATTAAACACAGAAAAAAGATGAAGCGACAAAGAGCCAGCCAACCTACGTTTATGCCTCGTGCGTACGATTCGTTCCACTATTAGGAATCACCAGATTTGCCGCTCGAAAGTTTGGATCAACAATCTTCCGTGCCGTTGCCACCTCCATAGCCCAAAAGACCTAGAGTAGCAACAAGTGATTCAGATGAACAGCACATACTTTCTGGCCATGTACAACAACAGCAGATTCTTCAGAATCCAATGGTCGACCAAGTTCGACAGCAACAACCCAAAATGGTGAGTCTTAGAAACTTGCTGACCAACAAAGGTCTTACCCTCGACTCGTCTGTTCAGTCCGTTCCTAACCCCAGTTTGGAAGAAGTATAGCCACCATTATCCAGATAGTAGAATGTTCTTGAGAACCCAATCGTTGGCTAGGTCCAACGGAAGCAATTACTTCAAGAATATTTGCTAGAATCGGATTCTGGTGCTGGTTCCAGCGGTCATGGTCACAACGATAGTGTAGTCTCGCTCGACATTAGCGACTTTAGAATGGAATAGCCTTCGGTCCCATAGCCTGAAAGATCAAGAGAAGTCAAACCACTGTTTTAGGGAATAAACATTGACAATGACGAAGACTAGGATTCTCAAGACTCTCAAAAGACTGCTGTTGAACGTGGTCAACGTATTGGACCTGCTATAATTCCTCATGAACAAGAACAACCATAGTAGCCTCAGCAGTTGTAGTCGACATCCGTTCCCAATTGGATGGACAATTAGTCACTAGACTTGCAAATTGATTTAAAAAACGGCAGAACACAAAAGTTGGACGATTCTGTGTTTTCTCAGGATGGTCAACGATTCAATGCATCAGCAGATTCTGATATTTTGATGCACGAAAACTTTGGAGGCAGTGCTGACAACAAGAGCGAAAGTTCACTAGCATCATCTCCGGGTTAGTCTCACAGTTTCAACTTTGATGACAACGATGACAGCAGCGACGATAGCATGTTGGACGAAAATGAAGACGGTCAGAAAATACGCAGAGAAGTTTCGATTCTGCAAGACAGACATCGTGGTCACTCTTCTGACGATGAAGAAGCAGTTGCGGTAGCAGCCGACCAACCACTGACCGAACAAATGAGCAGACTGCAACTCAAGGACATTGTAGGAAAACAATTAACCTAGTTGGGACAGTATTCTGAAAGTCTCGGTGCATTGGGTCGTAACAGATGCACTGCAGAATCGGTTTCGAAACTCTTCCCTCAAGAAGGTAAGGATCGTGGAAAGGGTACATATGGTGTAGTTATAGCAGCTGCTGTCATGAACCAATTGGCAAAAGTTGGTAGTGTTGCAATCAAGAAACAAGTTTATGACAAATAGCGCAGCGGCACCATTGACATGATTCGACATGAAGTTAGCATCATGAACGCTCTCAGTGACACAAATAATCCATTCGTGGCAATGTACTTTGGTGGATGTGGTACTCGCAACATGGAAGAGGATGTAAACAAGGCAGCATTCTTTGAGTTTTCAGAGTTGGGAGAAACGTCGTTGGCTACTTTGGTCTCAACCGAGAATGTGTTGAATTAGCCAAAAGTGTTTTTGAACATTATGAAACAGATCATGTACAATGTTTGCTGGTTGGTTCAGGACTTTGATATTGTGCATAATGACTTGTATGCCAGAAATATTGTGCTCATTCATGCACCCGAGAATGTTGACTTTGCAATTCGTGCTAACGGCAATAATGGACAGTAGTACAACTTTTAGTTGCATGTTGCAAAGAATGAATGGCTCATCAAGTTGATAGATTTTGGTCGTGCGACATCGAGCAAGAGATTTGATATTTTGATGAACCATTAGTACGTTCTTGACAGGTTCAAATAGAGCAGCAAGACTCCTTTTAGCATCCAAAGATACTTTCGAGACATGAGAAACATCAAGTTTGGTGGTTTGAAGATGGAAACCTATCATCAAATTACCATGTACGACATACCAACTTATGCAAGAGATGTCGTCTCGATTTTAACAGAGTTTTACATGCTCAAATAGAAGCATCCTGCCATCGAAGCATGGACTTATGAATCATTTAGACAGTTGGAAACAATGTTACTCAGTGATGGTGCCTATCAAGGTTGGAACAGTGACCCTAAACATTTGTATGAATTTGTGGAGTAGTTGTTCAGCGAAAACTTCCTTCAAAGGTTTTGCATTGACTATTAGAGTTTGAACATTGTATTGGAGTAAGCGAGTGTGAGTTACAATTAAAAAGTATTGTTGTCAAGTTTTATTTGAATAATTGTGTGTTGTTGTGTTGGTCAAGTGAGTGAGGTGGTCCAGAAATTTTTTGGGCGGTCAACATTTTTGAAACTTGTTTACTCCGTTGCGAAAGCTGAAACCTCTGACCTCCAAAAAAATTTCGGACTCTTTCAAAACTTTTTTGTCCAACTTTACAACAACATCATATCCTTGCCAACATCCAAAAACATCTTGACCACCAAACCAACATCTGCCAAAGTTGCAAAAGCATCATTACCAAGTTGTTCGATTCTCTTTTCGACAATACTGAGGCATGTTTGTGACCACTATTTGATACGTTCATCGTTCCACTCATATCCAATCTGAATGTTTTGCAATACTGCAAGTATGTCACGAGCATATGGAGGTATATCATATTGGAGAACATGTCTGTAATATCCATCTTTGCAATCCTTGAAGAAGAATCGAATGGGATACAGGTAGTCAGTCTTGTTGAAATCTTTGGCTACTTGTTTGTGTTGTTCAGGATTGATGCTTGCAAGTCCAAAATCTATGACCTTGACCAATATGTCGTCAACATGTACTTGTAAATCGATAGAGGAGGAAGAGGAATGGTAGACGAAATCTCTGGTTTTTTCTTCTTCTTCTTCTTGTTGTTGTTGGTAGTCAATTGGTTTGTAAACTACATTTTTCAAATAGAGGTCATTATGTACAATGCCAAATTCTGTTATCCACCAACTAATGGCAACCAATATTTGAGAAACGATACCAAACAATTGCTTGAACGAAATGTTGGCAACTCTATTTTCGTCAAAGTAATCTTCCAACGAACCCTGTCCCAATTCCATGATTTCGTAAACCGTGCCTTGATTTGTTGCCTAACGATCATCACATGCACCAAAGTACATGAGAACGAATGGCATGTTTACTTGTGCGTCGGACATGGTTTTCAGAATACCAAGTTCCGTCTAAAGTCTCCTAACATCATTCTGATTCTTGTAAAGTTGTTCCTTTATGGCAACATGCCAATTGGGTTGATTTGCGATGCTACCCTTGTGAACACTTCCAAATCCACCTGTTCCAATATTACTATCAACAGAAATGCCCACGATTTCGCGCAAAGATTTCAGGTTACACTTGTTCTACGTTACTGTTCCCACTGCACCGCGCCTTGGATATTTTTGAAGTTGAGCCATGTTTTGTTGTACAAAGTCGCGCAGTTCAAGAGTTTCTTTGGTGTTGGGTTGCTTGTGTTGGGACAGAGGCAGGGGCAAACCAGTTGACGTTGACATGTTGGATACTGCACCAATGATTGCTTGGTTCAAGATGTCTGCTACGCTAAGGTGGTTTTGGTTTTGCATGTTGTTATTGGGCTGAGTAGTTGGTTGGTTGGTCGGTCACAAGTGCAAGTCAACGAGGTATTTTGAATTAAACCATCGTAAAAAAAGTGTAAATGCTTGTTCATCGAAACTAAAGAAACTAAGTAAACTTTATTGTTGGTTGGAATTGCAATTGACATTGACTCATGTTGGGCTCGACACTTCAAGAATAATACTTTCCACATTCGTAACCACATCCTTCTATATAAACACAAGTCTTGCACTTCTGTCACCGGGTACATTACTCGTCTAAACCTGAGCATAAATGTGATTGTGTTGAGTGTCAGTCGGATCGGAAAAGTACAGTTTCTTGAAAGAACCCGAAGTTGCATCGGCCTTGGTCGTCGTCAGCACAAGATTGTTACCGAGTCTCGTTACTCCCGACACTGTTGCATTACCACTTGCGGTCAAATTACTGATGCTAAAGTTACCTGCAGTCAGTGTTCCGCCAATGGTTGCATTACCTGTTGTCTAAAAGTTGGTAAACTGGAAAGTGTTGGCGCTCATGGTCCCCTCAATCGTTGCATTGCCCTAAGTGTAGAGGTTGGCAAAGGACAAATCACCTTGGACTGACAACATACCTCCTACGGTTACATTATTGAGTGCGTTGAGACCGGACATTAGTGTTGTTGCTCCAACCACGGACAGATTTCCGCCAATGGTAACATCACTTTGAGTGTTGAGTGTTGACAGAGTAGTCGCGCCAATGACAGTCAATGTATTACCAACTTCAACAGTATCCAAAATGGTTGTTGTTCCGGAAAGCGTTGTTGCACCCATAACTGTCAGTGTTTCGTTCACTTTGAAGTTGTTCACATGGACATTGCCTCCGCTGCCCGGAATGTATTCGATACCGTTGATTCTAACCGTAGTGTCACCGCGACCAATGTCGATACTATTGTCGGCACGATTTAGAATGAACATGCTATCGTCGCTAATGTCCGTAGTGTCGCCCATGGTAACAATGTCGGGCTGCACATTGACTTTCATGAGACCATCGGCCACCTTGATCGCGCCATCGAATTCTGTAATCAACTTGCTTCCTACCAAGAGCGTGTTGGGTTGGTCAAAGCCATCAACCACTACCGAATTTCTCAGTTTGAAGGTTGAAGTGCCTTGGGTGTGTTTGACGATGATATTTGGTACTCGTCGCATCTTTGTTATCGATACTTTGCGAGTGAAATGGATGAATGAATGAGTGATATGATATGAACTTTTTTTAGAATTGTTACAAGTCAACAGAAAAAATGTCTCCAAAGTGTGTCTGTGGAGCAAGTGTAATTCCGCATGGTCCCCTCCAGCTGATATGCCAACTGTTTTATGATACGAACATTCCCAAAATTGGTCAACCTTGCTGTGAAACAGAATGCGACCCATTTTTTTTTATTTTGTTTTTGGTTTTGCTATGCAATTATTTGTTTGTTCGAGGTGCGTGCGTGTACATAAAAAAATGGTAGACTCGTTCGAAAAATAAAATTTGACCAATGATGTTCGCGCTCTCAGAAATATAAATGATTGTAAGATAAATCAAACAAACACAAACACCCCCACCATCGAAAATGTTGTCTGAACACCAAAACATCAAGTTACTCCTTGGAATCATCATTGGCCTGATTGTATTGGGATACATTGTTGCATTGTTACACTGTCCCGCTGCAAAGAATATGCTTGCCAAATACTTGCCTTCTTCAACTGCAACTCAATCAGACATCAAAACCGCGGGTGCACGTGACGACTATGGTGCAGTCATGTCAGCATTTGACGCCGTTTAGCAAATGAATGCAGGCACTGCTCACTATTTCCATGTTGACGAAGATGGTCTTTCTCGTTTGATGACCAATGGTAGCAAGAAGTTTGCTGTTCTCATCTATGTACGTTGGTGTGACAACAAGTGCAAGGCAGCCTTTGAAACATACAGAAAGGTTGGTCAACAAAAGAAGAATGGTGGAATTCCCTTGGTTGCGGTCAATGGCAACACTTTGTCCAAGAATTCACCATTTGCAAGTTTGGTCAAGTCGGCCAAGTCGTATCCTATTGTGTTTGTTTACAATCCACATGCTGCGGCCGCGAATAATATTAGACCCTACACTGGTCAGATGACCGCATCGGGTTTCGCAACTCTTGATACAAATTACTGAGCAACCGATATACCCCTAAAAAAATAAATTGTCAACCAACGAACAACAAATGCAATTCGTTCTTTTGTAAGATAAAGCGAACATTACTGTTCATGAGTCAGTGGAAAAAATCTTTTTTTTTCAACATTCACCCACCCAATCACAGATACCCAACGGCCATTCGATTTAATAAACACAGTATTAGCATGATCAGAAAGTTGTTGAATAAACTAGTATCGCGCATAAAGAGACGACCGACTAATGCGACATTACGATAGCAATGCCACCAAAGAGACTCTGTCAAGATAAATGTCACGCTTGCCATGGGTATCTTGAAGAAAAATATGATTCAGTTGGCACTACTGGCTGACCAAAATGATTCAGAAAAGGATTGCGATACAGATTTCTTGATTGAACAAAATCATTCCGTAGTCAAAGATTTGTGCTTGTTTTTGAGCGGCAAGCCCAATCTGGTTACTGTAGAAACGCTGCACTATTGGGTCGAAAAGATGTTGAACGAATTTTTGAGCACCAAGTTGAAAGATGTTGGAGAGCGCGACCAAAAGGATTACTATTTTATTACTGTACAGATTGAGCATGCGATTTAGCCGCAGTATGACAGGTTCGCAAAGTATTGTATACAAAGTTTCCAGCAACTTGACAAGTATTGTATGATATATGGCAGACCCATGGAGCCACTTAAGCACATGGTTCACAGAGTGTATGAACAGAATCGCCAAGATTCATCTTTTGAGTGTGACGCGACTTTGTCGGAAAAGAATAAAGGTGGTTATGTTGCACAAATGTGATATGATTTGTTGTTGTTATTGTATTCTCTGCTGTGTGTGTTTTATGGATATATTTGGTTTACATGTTTACAGATTGTGTCGTTATTCGTCAATATTGAGGTCCGGCATGTCACGATACACTTTCCAACCCTTGTGATACTCAGCTATTTGCTTTTTGAAGTATGCTTTGTCTTGCTCTGTTTGCCATCGCCTATGATCCTCCAACAACAAATAATTTCTGACAACAGGGTCCTTGATTTTGGAAATCTTGGGTTTTTGTCCAGCAAGAGCCAATTTACGCAACACATGAGGACCGCCATAGAGTGCATGTAATTTTGCCTCTTTTGTCTTGTCTTCACCGACAGAAAAGAGAACATTGACCAGGCTAATCATTTCCTAATTACGACTCTGATTTGCAGCAACTGTCACGGGATATGAGTTTACGGCCTGATTCCAGAAGAATTGAACGGACTTGTTGTTGTTCTTGTTGACTAGAGCCTGATAAAGTAACAAATGCTACATTAAAACCACGTCGCCACATCTGCATGCAAACAGGGTCAATTCTTGGGGAGCCTTGGGCCAAACCTTTTGCCAACGAGGCAGAGTGTTGGCTGATTGTACATGGTCCAAAATGAGTTGACACCATTTTTGTCTCTTTTCGGCACCAGTTACCTGAACTCTTTTGATGGCGACACGAATACGATCAATGAGTTGCTTTTGGGACATGTTTGGATGGGTTGCAATGATGAGTGTGTGTTTTTGGGGATAAAAAAAAGGGCAAGCAGGCAAAGAAAAATCTTTTTTTTGTTGAAAACAATCGTCCTGCACTAAAAAAAATAAAGTCTGTTCTGTGCTAGCAAAAAAGTTCAAAGTTTTATTTCCAAGTTTGGCTATTCAAGTATTTATTTGCCATGCCATCACGTGAACACATACATAGGACTTACCAGACCAATACATCCCATAAACATCCAATTACGTTTACACTAAACAAATTCTACCTAAACACCTTTTTGCTCCCAATTTTCAGCAAACACATACAAATGTACAGTATCGGCAAAGTTGCACAAAAATCTATCGTGTTCATGGTCACTAAACAATTTACAGTGCTTGCCACTACTGCCATTCAAAGGGCTTCCGAGCCGCAGGCAATACCACGTCACATTTGAATCTGTTTCAATTTGCCACGGTGGAGTTCCTGGCATTTCGGGAAACAATACTTCTTTGGGCGTTGATCTTCCAATTCTTATGAATTCAGCAGGTATGATATGTTTGCGAGCAAGTGCATAACTGTCAGAATCCTTGTTTACCCGTGTCATCTATGGAAAATGTAATTGTTGCTACTATGCTGGTTCGTCGTCACTGAACATTTCGATATTATCCATAGGAATGATATGATCATGATTTCCCTTGAGATACAATCCAAAACCATCAACATTACCAACGCAACGAATCAAAAATGCACACGTTCTTTTCTCACTGAAAAATTCGATACCTATGCAGTTTTGAAAGTTTGTTCTACGCATATTTCGTGAAGGTGTTAATTGACCGTATAAAGACTTTACAACTAATACTGACCCATCATTATTCCTCAATAGAGAATGATTAGTAGTCGCTTTTTCCAAAACCCTGCAAACAATAGACTTTTCGTATCTTTCATGTGTTCCCTCTTTTATGTAAATCCAAATCTGAATGCCACCATATTCCAAATTGAATATAGCGGGGCGATTTTTGTTTACAACATGTGCAGCTATGTTCATGGAAACAGTGTTGTGCTTCTTTTTTGAAATCCACGGAAGGATGAAATTTGGAAACTCCCATGGCATATCGGTATTTTTCGACACTACAACTTTGACATTTTCTATTTGTTTGTAACAGCCAATGGGAACATCCACAATGATGTCCGTAAGAGTACCAATGTTTTTGTCAATGCATATTTCATAGATACTGTCAGAAGTTTTGGTGCATTCGTAACAGGTAGTCGTGTATGTGTCAGATTGATCTATCAGATGCATAACAGTTTCATAATTATCCACAGTATCTATGTTGGTGTGGTGATATTTGTGAGCAAAGATGGGTACATGTTTGTTGCCATCCTGTATTTTCTGTGCAGCTGTGTACCACTTTTTGTTCAGTCTGCATGATGTAAAGAAGGCACTTCCCGCTTGGTAACTCAGAATTTTGTTCAAGATTTCAAATTCTCTGGTTTGGTCATTCATCTAAGTTTGCCATGCTTCGAGTGTTTGAGAATTTGTCATGTGAACGAGGGTGTGGCTTGAGACGAAATAAAAAAATTTTTGGTTGGCTTGTCAGAAAAATAATATTATTGTTTGTGCAGACAAGGTTACGATTTGAAATACTTCTTTTTTGCATCGTTGACTGCCTACAATATTTTGGCATTTTCTTCGAGTGCACGCTAGATTGCCATGTACCATTGGTCACTCCTTGTAATGTGCTCCTTCTTACTAGTATTGCCATGCCAACTATTCAATAGTGCTGACAACTTTGTATGAGACTTGGCAGATCGCTCCTTGACCAATTCGACAAGTTGCTTCGTGGGCAACATGGTGTTGAAATTGAGTGCCTTAAACTCGCCGGTTCGAGTGCCGCCGCCATTCTCTGTTTCGAACAAATATCCACCCAATACATCGATTTGTGCAATGGCCTTGGATTTTTCTACAGATGCTTCCGAAACACTTTGACGAATAACGAGGATGCGATTGCTGTTTTCTTCGTCTCTTATCGGTGCAGAGAGAATCGTGGCTCTGCGATCCTTGATGGGCCATTTGAGTTTGAACATTTCGACGGTGATGGGACCGGAAAATGATATTGCTTCGTCAAAGTCTTGCGCCTTTGGGTTTGACGTCTTTGACAGTTCAGATAGCCGCGCTTGAACAGTTGCGAGTGTGCTGTGGTAACGCAATACTTTCTAACCATAGATATTGTTGTCGGTTGCTTCTTTGCCTTCTCCGCTGAGCATGACGAGCATGACTTCTTCCAAGCTAAATGGCAAATGACGAGTCAGATGCCAAGCTTCCACATTTCTGGCCGATGATACATGAAACTTGTGTTTGGATAGCTGCATTTCCGTATTGATGCTATCCAATACTACGCTATCCGACCAAAAGACTGCCTCAAACCGCGGGTTAAAGAGGTGTTTGGTCCTTTGATAATGAAAACTGCCAATGTTCAGCATAGAACACGATTCTTTGGTCTTGACAAACTTTTGTACAAGTAAACGAGACTCGACTCGTGATATGTTGGGCTGTATGACTGCTGCCTGAAAGTGAGACAAAAGGTTCGGGTTTGCTGCCAAAATATCCAAAGCACTGTTGCCCAAAGTAACCAGTTCATCAGAATCCAACGACACCTCATCTCCTGCCTCTTCGGATACTACAGAAGAAAAGGAACTATTGCGAACGGCTGACGAAAGAGCCAAGCCATTACTGGCGCTGTGTCGCTTCTACTAGTGCAAAGCGTCATCATTATTCGTCGTCACTGCAACAACCGAATTCAACGGCATGCCATCGAGCAAAAAGAGTGTCTGTGCAACACCAAACATGGATATCTTGCGCTTGATGCCACGCTAAAATTCCTTGCTGGCTACGAAGCGAGCAAAGCAGTCAATTTTTAGCTGCGCCAAAATGTTGAAGGCGATGGCGTCAAATAAGTCACACGGACAAGTCTTCCATCCAGACTGTGCGAAGCGTATCAATACATCTTGACGCTCTTTTTCGCCTACATTGATTTCCATTTCTGCGCCAACGACAATAAATTTGGAAACAATTTCGGATGCGATGCGGTAGCGACTCTTGTCAGACTTGAGACGGCTGTAATCTTCGACGGCGCGGCAGAATATCCATGATTCTTGGGTCTAGGTGCGCTATAAAAAGTTTTCGAATTCTTCGCGCATAATGTCGCCATCGATGCAACATTCGAATGACCAGCTGCATTTGTTGATGATGGTGCTAAGTTGTTTTTCGGTGACTTTGCGCTCAGTGTCTGAGGTGGTTAGTCCCAGTTTGTCGAGAAAGGGTTGGTAGGATGCAACGTGTAGTTTGCTGGTCATTTTTTTGGGAGGTTAGTTGGTTTTGGGTATGGGTGGTTGGTTGAGAAGAGGGGGCCAGAAGAGAAAAATGTTGGCTGCGCTGTTGGGCGGGTCTGCGAATAATTTTCTTTGTTTTCCCGTAAACTCACCTGCTCCATTCATAACGCCAAAAAAACAACTCCCAACAACATGGGGTCATGGTGTAAAGGTAGCATCGCGGCTTTGGGAGCCGTTGATATGGGTTCAATTCCCATTGATCCCTTGATGCAAAGTACAGGAACGAATATTTTTTTGCTACACACAACAACGGATGCTGCAGATTTATTCTTGTTCCTTGAAACTTGAAATCTTGGTCTGTGCATCTTTGGCCACGTAACAGTAATCGCTCGGTAAAAGGCCAAAATCGTCTTCAATCATGTCACCAAATACATATTCGCTCGCCTTGAGCACATCACATGCATCTTTGGCTCCATAAATTGTTGCTACATGCAGCGCAGTACGACCATATTCGTCGACGACATCGGGCCCGTAAATCTTACTAGCATGAGTGACAATGTCCTTGACGGTTTCCTCGGTCATGGAGTCGATGGACTATCCCTTTTGCTTTACGATGCACTTGATTTCTTTGCGGCATGTCTGCTCAGCATCGACAAGTGCTTTTTTCAAGGATTCGACATCTCGCTCAATGACCGCTACATGCAAATCAGACAACTATTCGTGAGCGCAGATGGGGATTTCAATGTTATAGACCTTGGTCAGGCGATTGGTCTACGCATCGGTTTCGCCCTTTTTGGTCGTGAATTTGACGGCGAGTTTGCTCATCTTGCGCTACTTTGTAATGGTAGACTACATACGCTATTCACGCAAACGCTATTGGACCAGTTTGTTAATGCCGATACCTACACAAAATTTGAACAAGTCCGAAGCAGTCATGCCAAAATTGTCCTTGACATTCCAAAGACGCACATCGGTACTGCCTGCATTGATAAACTACTTGTTGAGTTTGTAGACTAGCTAACGTATTTCTATATCACCAGAAATTGCGGCAATATGGAGGATTGTACGACCAAAGCTGTCATACTTGAGCAAATCGGTCGCAACAACAAAATCCGGATTTTTTTCAATGCTGATATACATGCCGAGAGAATTGGCATTGAGTGCATATTTGAAATAAGCAGCGTGTTGTTCATTGTGTGGAACAAAGAGTGGGATTTGCTGATCATTATGAGACACGTAAAGTTTGAGCGATTGGAGGTGTCGCCACAGAGTTTTGATATTGTCCTTCTGTTCTTCGGTTAGAATGCTTTGTTGTGGTTGGGTGCTGGTCATGGATGGATGAGATGAGTTGAGGGGCCGTTGCGGTTGTGCTGAAAGGCAGAGAAAAATGGAAGGGGGCTGAGGAGCAGAGAGAAAAAAATGTTTTGGAAGGGTGCAGTGCGTACAGACAGCGCCGAGTTCTTGTCGGTTTGGAACTTGACCTTGACGCACTCGATTGCCGACACTTGACACATTCTCTCTCACCCTCTCACTTGACAATAGTTTTGTTGTGTATTTTTCTCGCTGCTCACTGTTTATTGGCATCAAATAAAAACAACGAGGCATCACAACAAAATTCAAATCCGCTATTGCTACTCAAAAAAAACTAATCACATCAGCCATGATGCACGAAATTTCACTTGTAACGCCGCTCAAGGAAAACAGGTCTAGAAACAAACGAAGAAGGAGACAGCAACGCAATGAAACATGGAAAAAGAAGTTACAACACAAGTGGAACGAATTTTATTGGAATGTCAGAGACTTTTTCGACCAAGCCAAGATTGTGTGTTGCTGCTCCGATGAGTAATGTCTGATCATTTGCAGCAAAGTAATAGTCCCAAGAGAAAGAATTGTGATGATATGACCAAGCCTAATGGGAATATAAAAATTGCGAGCGGGTTGAATATCGAAAACATCAATATGTAAAAAGCCAATGAAAAGATCATAAGTCCAAATACGGCACCAATTGCATCCGTAACTGCCATGTTCTGTATTTTTGTGAGAGCCACGAGAATTTGTTGTTGGTCGTTGTAAAAAAAAGTTTGAAACAAATTTTCTTCTGGGTTCAAAAAAAATTATGCAAACCTACAACACAGTTGATGAGCATCTTTAGAAATTGGACAGTGACATCAAGCACCTCAAAGCTGAACTGTGTCAGGTAAGAACACAGAAGCGCAAACTCAAAGTCAAATACTTGATTGTCGACATATAGCAAGACATGCGCAGCATCTCAGGATTTTTAAATCCAATTAGTTAGCCAGGTCTAACCGCTGGACAAATTGGCAACCATGTTTATGAACAATAGGACAGAACTCGAATTGCAGACGCATTGCTCGACAGATATAGAATCATATACTACGACCTAAAGCCGAAAATCGTTGCCTTTAATCGTCCGTTTTAGTTTGAAGAACAGTTGGGTGAAACTGCCAACGTTATGCAACGGGAACTGCTGACAAAGTTTCAAATGTCAACACTTGAAGCAACCAAAGCCGAAGTTTTGGAGACCAATGAAGATGTTCAACGATTGTTGGTCGATGTTATTGAACTCAAAGAATTGGCTCAAGATTTGGCCATGTTGAAACAATGTTAGGAGCAACCTATGCGTATTGTCGAGAAAAATGTCGAGCAAGCTACAAGTCAGATTGCAGATGCTACTCAAAATATTCGTCAAACCAAGGCGATTGTCAAAAAGTCAACATGTTTGGTCCAATAATCCAAAAATACAGTTACATGATATAAAATACTTTGAATTTGCTTCTACTTCCCATGTCAATTAAACAATAGCTGATAGATAGTCAACCGAGTTGGAACAATCTTCAACTGCAACATGCCAAGATTGGATTGCAGTCGAACATGTTCGATCATTAGATTCTATCGAATCGGCTGCAGTCGAATGTGTTCGACCATTAGATTCTATAGAATCGGCTATAGAGTGAAGTAATGCTGACACCCAAAGAGCAAGACGATAGCAACATCAAAGTTCAAGAATCAACGGAAACGAGTTACTACGACACTGACTTCAATATCCCCAAGAAGTATCAAACATATTTCAAAGTCATGAACGAATTCTTTGCTCTTGCTAATCATATTGCAAAACAGGAAACCATCAAAAACAAAGATGTCGTTACTATTCAAGACTTTGTGGACAGGTGGGTCTGGTATGTCGAGAAAAAATCTATGAATGGCTTCGACCATACTGTGGAATAGCGCACGATTTAGCGAGAATTCATTGCGATCAAAGATTTTATTTTGGCTGTTCTTGATGGAGGTTACATGTCCAAACGATTGTATTATGGTGTAAAAAGCAATGGCAAATACGAGTTGTACACTATGCTTTTCGATACATTAAAAAAGATATAGAATATTAGAGATGAAGCGGAACAGTGGAAGTAGAATCAGACGAGCAGATGGGGTCGATTCAAAAATTTATTCAGCAACGCTGCTCCTTCGTCAAAGTAAAATAAATTTTGTTTGAGGTTCAAATGTTTTGGCTTCGACAAAAGTTTTTTTGTTTGACAACCAAGTCTGAACTCTCAAAAAAATATTTTTCGATTCTCATTGCCCAAACAAAAATAATAATGAATCCGGTCCACACAATCAACATCAACAAGTATAACAAGCAAACTGACACCGTAACACTGAACGCCTATGATGTTCCCAAAGAGGCTACAGATTTGAAAATTGTTATTATTGACAATCATACCGATTTGCCTCAAAATGATGATTTTGATGACAACACTGAGACTGAGTTCAAAGAAATCGACACCGTTCAACTGGAATACATGCCCTATATTGAAAAAGTAACAGTATCCGATCCTGGTTGTTGCTATCGTTCAACTGTAGTTGTTACCATAAGTAATCTGCCTAGATTGCTCGTTTACGAAGGTCCAACTCTTAAACTAAAACAGGGCGGTCCGTTCAGTCAACTTAAGAAAATTGTGCTCAATGAAGTCAATACTTGGCCAGATGCCGAATCTATTTAGGTAGCACCCGAAAGTTGTGAATGGGAAATTTCGATCTTTGGTCAAATTGACAGACCACATGAAAATGTTTTCAAGGCGAATATTGTTTCCATTTCAGCCTGCCAGTATACAACTTTGTACTGCGAAGATTTGAACAAAATGACCAAGTTGAAGAATCTCTACTGTCATGAAACCAGTTTTGGTCCACATGAACAGAAAGCAATACTCAAGAATCCTAACCTGCGCATCCTGAGCATAGGTGAAGAACGAGGTATCCCAGAATTGATTGACTGTCCCATGCTCGAAGAGTTTGGGTTGTCAGGATATGGTGGTATTCATAAGCTGCCTGAATTTACATATGCTCATCGCCTGACAAAATTGGACATATTTGCAGAAGGTGTCAGCAAGGGTAATCCGGCAGAGTGGGCCAAAAAGTTTACCAATCTCACAGCACTAAATATCGTTGACGGTGATCCATGTAAGTTGGAGGATTTCAAAGGAGCACCTCTTAGATCCATTGAAGGCAGTATCACTTAGGAGAGCAAGGATAACATCAAACAGTGGTTTCCAAAAGTTTGGGATGACAAGACTCGCATCATGCACCATCCGGGTTGGCGTTATTAGAAAACTGACGAACAAAGTGAAGATGACAACATTGAAGAACAATAACCAATACAAATATAAAGTATATTAGATAATTACATTAGCAGAAATATAATTCAAAATCGTCTGCACATTAAGGTCAATGTGAGCAGGCTCTGAATTTTGGAGCGTAACGGTCTTGACGCCATAGGATGCTGCCACATTGCTGACACCTTCCTGCTGACCAAAGACCGACTTATGACGCTAAACCAACCTGTCCGAATAGCTGCGCTTCATGAGATTTTCAGATTTGCGGTCTCTTTCGACAATGCGCTTGTAACATTCTTCTTCAGAAACATCCAAAAAGAAGACCTAATTCGGAAGCCACAGGAATTGACTGCTGTACCACTTGACCAGTTGGTATTCGGCTTCGGTCATTGCACCATCTGCCTTGAGAGTGTCAGAAAAGATTTCGAGACCGTCTAAAGGTGAACGCTCCGTGATGATGACCAGTGGTTTGCCAGATTTGGCGGCCAAATGCTCTTCTTTGAGTTTGGACAGCATCTCGAATTGAGTCTGCATAACCTTGAACTGAAAAGTGCATGACCAGCGCTCCTGATTGCGGTAGAACAGATCGAACCAATTCATGCCATGATCAGATTTCCACGCATCCAGATTTTCTTTGGCAATGACGAGTTCAAAATTGTATTGGTCCTTGTTGGCCGAGTAGTGTTGCCAGATTTGGTCGATGGTTGTGGTTTTGCCGCCTGAAATGCTAGCAGAGATGGTGATGATGAGTGGTTGTGGCTATTGGACGGCATTGACAGTGATGTTGGTAGTGTTGGCAGTCATGGTTGGTTGTAGTAGTTGTGTAAGTTGTTGGGTTGAGTGTGTGAGAGACAGCAAAAAAAGCCGTTGTGATTTTTGAGCAAGGGGTGTGAAGAGAATGAGAAAAAATGTTTTGGACAGGCACCGAGGTCAAGTTCTTTGGCGAAGCGAACAACTCAACCACAGACACAGACAACTGGACGTCCAGTGAAACCGACTTGACGTGCTGATTGGTAACTAATGACAATTGAACCAGCTTGACATGTTTGGGTATACATTCATTTATTGTATCACATTTCCTTGGCAGCCAACTGTCCCAAATAGTCGCGGTCTGCAAACATGGTAGTATACATTTTCTGGTCTTCGCTTTCAAAGTGACATGTATGTTTGCCAAAGAGTACAATCTCATTTTTGGTGTGATTGATGTGTAGACCTTGCTCCGGAATGAGAACCTATTTTGCTCGCCATTCGGTAACAGACTCATTCATTTGCTTCAAAAGTAAGTCTCTCTTTTCATAGTTCTTGATGCACAAGTCGAATAGGCCCTTGGTAAAACGGAATCTTACGGGTTCACCATCAGTAACAGGAACAGGATAACCCTCTCTGAGCAATGCAAGTCTTAGAGCAACGAGTTCTCCAATGTTTTTGCATAGTTTGTCACTGTAGTCTCTGTCTTCAATGTCTAGATCCTTATTGATGATTTCGATACTATTAAATTTATGGTCAAAGCGCTGAGAGTACAAAGTTTCGATAATGTTGCTCTTCTTGGTTGCCTGTTGGAAAAAGAACATGTTGGGTGTTTGTTGGTATGATGTTTGTTGTTTGGTCCGTTGCCAATGAAAAAACAATCCGAAATTTATTTTCGTGCGACCCTTTCTTCAACATTTGGCTGCAAACATTTAAAATATGGGAAGATACAACGACGCCATTCTGATCTTTGGAACTGAGATATTGTTGTCCAAAGTTGATTTCAAAAGATTGGGCAAAGCCTTTGTGGAACAGGGCGGTTGGAAAAACATTGGCAAACCTTCAAAAACACCAAAGGCCAAGCGTGCCCAGGAATGTGCAGGATTCGATTTCAATGTTGACGAAGAAGAAGACGATATTGACTGCATGACAGAGTTGTTGGAAAAGTGGTTCAAGTTGTTTCCAGAAGATCTCGGCATGTTTCGTGTCGATTATGCCAAACCTTTTGACGACAACAACTATTGTGTCTACATTTCCGTTGCGCCCGACAAGAATTTCAAGGTTCAGGAAATGCAAGAGTTGTTACAGTCACTGACCGACAAAGTCAAGACCAATTTTGTCACGTTGCTCAAAGTGTTGGGACAGGATGAGGATCTGGATGAGAGCAAGAGTCTTTTGGAACAGTTTGATTCTGTATTTGCCATTTAGGCAGTGCCTAATGTATTGTAACCGTAAGCAGCAAAAGTACAAACAAATATTTTTGAGTTCGAAACTTTATATTTTTTGGCAGTCACAATTTCGAAAACCTGAACCAAAAAAGTTTACTCCGTTGCGAAAAAAGCTGGACCTCCAAAAAATATTTTTTGTGTTCGGTTCAAAATATTTTATTAGCCAACTTCGATTCTCTTCTTCGAACTTTTGTAACAAGTACATGGTGCCGACAATGACAATAGCATGCACTAACATATAATTGGCTAGTAACCTGACTCTATCGTTTGTTGCAAATCATTGTCGTTCAAGTCGAACATGTTAGCAACATCGTAAACATCGGGCAAACTTTCGAACGACGAACAACTGCTCAGCGTTTCTGTCAATTCTTCGTCAACCACTTTTACTTTTGCTTCGTTGTCCGTAACATCATCTTCGTCATCGTAAACAGATACAGTTGTCAGAGACAGCAAATCAAAGTCTGACGAATCTGTAAAAGTGCTGTCATCCATGTCCATGATGTTGGAAAGAAGAAGAAAAATTTCGTGCTGGCTATCCAAAATTTGTTGTTGGTCAATAAAAACTTGCACACCATACACATATAACCTTCAATACTATAACCAATAATGACTGCCAAATCACCTGCTCGTTCATCTGCCAGAATAGCTGCCAAGTCTCCAAGTGATAACTGGAAACCATCCATCAAACCCGGAGACAACCCCAAAGCACCCAAAAACAGAGTAGCCAAAGCAGCTAAAAAGAGTGTCAAGGTTACTGTCAAACCTGTAAAGTCTCCCAAAAATGTTGCCACTTACTTCGAATCGACTCCCGACGTTTTTAGTTTGAGCAATGTGTCTGTTACGCGCAATGACATGTTGGTTCATGCTGTTGCAAAGTCCAAACACTTGCTCGAAATTGCTTCGGATGGTTACATGCACCTTCAAATTGTTGGCGAAGAAGAAATCCATGTTCACCTCACCTATGTTGTGAATCTTGGATACATTTCCGACTCATACGATCGCATGTTTCGTATTGATTTTGAATGCCCATGTCCCAAATCTACTACTCACAAGTTTTATAGCATCGTGTGTCATGCAAAGAATAGTGACGAATTTGAAAGTGTTGAAAGCATACTCAAAACATATGGTTCAAAGGGCAAGTAGCATCTCAGAAATTCGCCCGATATTGTCGAACACCCATATCATCACATTGGAACATTGATCAGACTAACAGACGACGTGTTGGGAAAGGGTGGTCTCAAAAGCACCCAAAGATACTACATTGCCAGTGGCGAAAATTGGACCGATCCCAACACAATTCATGAATCACTCAATGTATTGGCCTATGGCAGTGTTGCTCGAAGTGGATGGTCCGGCAAACAGATCATGGGTGTTGATACTCTTACGCAAAGTCTGCATTCGAAAAAGAAGAAGTCGCTCGAATTTACGGACAAGAGTATCAGCAACATTCACAAAAAGTCGGGCAAGTATTATGTGGACAACAATGATAATCCAGTTTATTTGGTAGTTGAATTCGACCAAAATGCCGACATTGACCTGAGTTTCTTGCCCGATGCAGTAACGGTTGGTAATTTGCCAGCAGTAAAATAGTTTATGAAGCAACACTAAAGTCAAACAAATAAATGACAACACATTGAACACTCATGTATTTTTTAGTCATCTGACCATCGAACCTTGGCACCATCATACCAAATCTACAAATCGAATTACAACAAGACGGCAATCTGAGAAGCAATGGCATTTACGACAATACCAACAGCTACACTCCACCTGTACTACTTCTATGGTTCAGCCGCAAACAATGTAAACAACAAGAATGCATTGGACATGGACAGTGTGACCTAACAAGACTGCAACATTCGAAAACGCACCGAAGCTGGCATTTTTTGGGCCCTGTAAAACGATGACACCAATACACAACTGCCCACGACCAAAGACAATGCATTAATTATCGTCTACCTGCGATATCGATTGAACGAAACGGCGCCCTTGTCCAAATCTTCAGAGATGCTCTCCAGATTTTTCTCTGTCACGTCCATCGATTCCTGCTACGATTTCATTGATTCTGCGATGCAAACATCCGTCTCCAGTTTTTGCTTGTTGTGCTAAATGGTTTCCATCTAAATATTGACCTAATTTTCCAAGATGTTGGTCAATTCTTCATCGTCTCGGGTGGCATTCGACAACGACGGTCTGCTACTACTATTACTTGCACTGCCACTCTTGTCGACAGCGGGCTCTTTAGAGCCAAATCGTTGGCCAGGTCCAACAACAAATAACAACTCTCGTTTGTCAGCCATTTTGTTGTTGTTTGACTTGTGAGATGCGAGACAGTCGCTGAAAAGAAGATGAAGAGCAGAAGCACGACTAGAGTTTTTGTTGTCGCGAAGAAACAGAGATCTCTGTGTTTCGGGCCCGACTGCAAGATACATGCCCGCTGCCCGACTCCAAAAAAACCAATCATCATCGTTAACATCGTCCCCTACCACAATCAATGATTGAAGAAGAATTGAGCGTCCTCAGACAATAGTCGCCCTTCTCGCCTCCATCCCTCATCTCAGGAACTCCCAGCACCCATTCTTCCACAACACTGTCGGACGAACAAGAATACGATAGCTTGTCGGATATCATTGCCAACCTCAGAATTGATTCAGATTCAGGAGATATCAACGGGTAGCCGACATAGTCATAGGAAGAAGAATTGGATGCAGAAGAAGTAGAAGATGATGAAGAATTACCACAACTCATTGAAGGCGACGTGTAGCAGCTGGACGTAGCAGATCTTCAAATCGCAGTAACTTCTTAGTTGTATGATGCGCCTGAATTAGAACCGGAACAGCAGGATCTATAGATCCACATAGTCGAACCTGTTCGAAAGCAAGAAGAAGAAACCCTCTATGGCAATCAAGAAGATCAAGAAGAGGACTAGGACTAGGCTGATGTAGCCATGCAAACTGAGGAGTGTATTGAACTGATGATAGCAAATGAGGAAGTGGCAGAAGAAGTAGAAGAGGTAGAAGGACAACAGGGCCAACAGCAGCAGATTGTCGCCGCAGATCAGCAAACACTCATCATGATCAACATGTTCCGTCAGATTGAAGAGGCCAACATCCGTCGTGATGAGCAGCATACCCAGTAGTTGCAGACGATGACACAGCACTTCCGTCAGCATGCTCAAAGAAGCGAGCAGATGATTGGACATCTTAGCGGTCAAGTCAACTCTCTCCAGTAGCAAGTTCACAAGTTGAGAGTGTCCAATGGCAAACTTCAAAGACAAGTCTCGGAGTTGACCAACATCAACAAGGAACAGGCAGGCAAACTGGAAAACCAGCAGAAGCAAATCAAACTCTTGACGGACGATCTCAAGAGCAAATCTGCCCAGATGCATCGTACGGCCAAGCGCAGCACAATCAAGAAGGCAGTCATTGGTGGAACCGCAGGCGCATACATTGGTGGCCACATTGGCTCGGTTGCATGCTTCCCCTGTCCTCCTGCTGGTATTGCCGTTGGCATTGTTGTCGGAGGTGCTGCAGGTGCAGGTTTGGGTGCTTTGTTTTGAGCAGTTTGTACACAGTTGGGAGTTGAAACAAATAATATTCTAAGTTACAAGTTTCCGAGAGTCGCAAAGATGCAATATTTTTTCGCTGTCGCTTTTGGTCCAAAGAAAACAAAAACATTTTTCTGCCCGACACAACCCCCAAGGATAGAAGGGATTTGTATTTGGAGACTTGTCCAATCCTGTTCTGCTCCAGTTGGTAGAAGAAGATCAAAAATAGCACCTTGTTTATGAGGGCGATGAATATGATGTCGCAATTATCACAGACTTTCAAGACTTTTATATCAGAGACGTGCCTGTACAAGATTGGGCATGGATGTTTGACGGACTTCATGGTCGGATTGTAACTTTGTAAGTTGGTTCAAATGAGAAAACAAACCAACTATTGAGTGCAGCAAACAAGAAAACAGCTTTTATTTTTTCTCTGTGATTCACTCTTCCCCTTTTCCAACTTTCAACCCATGAGCATTACCAACAACACCATTCCCAACCTTGATTCCAAAATAACCCAGCTTGAACAGCTTATTGCAGCCGATATAGCCAAAAAGGAATCGCTATTGTACAATGTCGCAACCATTACACGACGCAATGACAAATACGCATACATCTACTATCCATCAAATCTGCACCATAAAAACACGATTGAAGACCAAGATGTATAGAAACACATTGATTATGTTGGTCTATAGGCAGAATCCACGATCAAACATTTTAGAGTAACGGGTGACTTCACAGGAGGTCTTGAATATGGAGGCACGTGTCTTCGAACCAATGATGACGACGAAGATGGTGATGGCAGCTTGTACCAGAGAAATGAATCGTCCATTGAATACTCAAACAAGGACGATATTGATGATTTATTGTTCACATATGGATTCGATTTTGACGAAGACTCGCATCCAAAGGTCGTTTACTTGACATGTGACCATACAACCAGAGGTATTGACGCTGTGTAGAGCAAAAAAGAAGAAACATTTATTCGAGAGTGTATGGATACTGATTACATCTACAGCAGCGACGATGATGTTCTCATGGTTACAGAGTACAACTTTTCGTATGTCAAGATCAGTCTCGGGCAGGAAACGACAACAACCAGAATTCCATTAGTCTGACAGTGTCATTTCATCCATATAAAAAATTTGTACAAACGGTTTGTCCAATGGTTCTCCTAGTTGGTCCATGAATAGTGTTTCGATAATAACGGGCTAAATGAGTTGTTGTTCGTATTCTTTTGCGCCCATTTCCCACTTGACTTTTTTTAGCACTTCTTTTTCTTTGGAATATTGATTATACCAGATTTCGTAGCCGTGCAGTGTGTCATGTATTTTGGTGACTTTGTATATCAATTTGGTCGTAGATTCTACCCAGTGCTATTCTTCTGTAGTGACAGAATCGTCATACCGAATGAGTCTTTTGTCAATATTTGGTTTCTATGGTTCCGGACGAGACAATGCTGCATCATCAATGTCAAAAATGTCGCTTAGTTCATAGTGGCAATGATGATGTTGAGTTTTTTTCGGTTTTGGCTTTGGATGCTCTTTTGGACTTGGCTTCTATTGATCAGCAAATGTAACCTTTTTTGATTTTCGAACATGTTGTTGTGGTTGTGTTTCGCTGACTACAGAAACAGAAGTTGGACGTTCAGGTGGTTTGTCCCAGATGGAGGATGATGTGTTGTCGGCTGGTTCTTTGAACAGAAGGTTTCTCAGATTTCTGAGCATTTTTTTTGGTTTGGTTTGAGGTAATTTGGTTTGCAGCAAAAAAAAATTATACTTGAACAAGTTCTAAAATTTTTGGTTCAGCTGTTAGGTTGGACAGAAAAAAGAAACCAAAACTTCAAACATTTATTTCGACACCCTTGGCACCAACACCAACAAACAAATATGCTCAACCGTTACACTACATACGTTCGTAGCCATTTCAGAGGTCTGTTCAAAGAAGGTCAATGGAAAAAGTATGCTGCATTCGGCTTGGGTGTGATGGTATTGGACGAAATGGTTGGCAATCACGATCTGTACAATATCGATCCCTTCATGTCACTATTTCTGGGAACAAAAAACATTGTCGGCAAAGAACGTAAAGATTGGAAGGACAATGTTGCAATGGGAGTTGGTCGTTGGACGGCAAAGACTGTAATGTTTGCTCTTTACTTGATGTATCCCATTACCGTTCCTGTTATTTTGGGTTATGGTGCACTAATCTCTGCATGGCGTCAAGCATATCGACATGGCCTTGTCAAGTAGGAACCCTATCGTTGTCCAATCCTGAAAAAGAGTGGAGACAGAGTAATCAGACATCAATAGTAGCAACTTCAACTTCTACAGCAACTTAAACCGCAAAGGGAAGCAGTCGAAAATCAAGTCAAAGAGGAATAAGTAGCAAACAAAATACAAAATTGCTATATCTGTTGTCCAAAATGTTCATCTAAAAAAATTATTTTGAAATAGTTGCAAACCAAGTCGGGTCAAGCTTTAGCAACGGAGTAAAAATTTCTGTTGAGTCGCAAACTTTTGGGCTTCAAAAAAATTTATTCTACTTTCTGCCCGCCATCCGATAACACAACTCCAAAACAACAATAGAATGAACATCAATGACACCTACCAAAATCAAGTGAAGCGCTTCCATGTTCACAAAACCAAAGGTCACATGAACCCGAAAAATATTTTGGACATTGGCGCTCATATTGGTTCGTGGTCCAAGTACATGAAGGAGTAGCTGTTTCCGGAAGCCAATTACTTTTTGGTCGAGGCCGATCCTGATCATGAACAATAGTTGCAAAAAACAGGATTCGACTATGTAATTACATTGTTGGGCGACCGAGAGAATGAGACAAAAACCTTTCATACCATTGACTCCGAAAACAACCTGCTCAAGACGGGTGCATCCATTTATTGCGAAAATACAAGCATTTATGATTCTCAATAGCATGTTACCAAGTAGTTGCAGATGAAAACACTGGACCAGTTGCTCGAAGAAAGTGAAATGAGTGACTTTTAGTTCGATTTGATCAAGATTGATGTTCAGGGAGCAGAGATTGATGTACTTCGAGGTGGGCATAGGACAATTGCAAGGGCAGACTTTGTAATGGTGGAAGTTTCGGTTCAACAGTACAATGTTGGAGCACCGTTGGCTTTGGACGTTATGAATCATATGGACCAGATTGGATTTCAAATGGTTGACATTATGGATCTGTAGTACACTCCCAACATGACATTGTTACAACTTGACTTGCTTTTTGCCAAGAAGGATAGTCAGATTTTTGAGGACAAGATTCGAGTTGGCAACCTTCAACAATAAATTTGAGACCCCGAAATTTTTTTGTTTCAAAAGTTGGCCAAAATATTTCTTGAACTCGTTGACTGCCAAAAACTTTTTGGATCATTGAACCTCAAAAATAAATTTTCGAAACTTTGGAACCCTAAAATATTTTGAGACCATACCTGTAAAAACTTGAAACCTGTTCAACACAAAAAAAAATCGGACCAACTTCTGAAACCAACCAAAGAACAAATATGCTACCAACCACTGAACTCATTGCCACTGACCAAACTCGTTTACTACCATCGAGCATTATTACTGAAATCCTATCTTACCATCTGAGAGAAAACATGTCGGGAGAAGATGAAGAATGCGAGCCCGTTAAACTATACTGTTACAAAATCGGGGACAGCGACCGTACTCCCTTCTGTGCATACACATCAATTGTGATCAATGATTTGGCGTACAATTATTTCTGCTATTGTGATGTAAGGTACATGGAAATCATGTTTGTGATTACGAAATTTGACTTTGCACTTTATTGGAAGCGCATGGCTGCATTAGAACAGAAGGGCCGTCGGTTCGTTCCACGGGTTATCCACTTTGGTCATTACACACAAGAACCCATTCCTGCACTACCGCCAAATAACAAGGTCAAGTTTCAATTGATTGTCGAAAATGAACAGAACATGGCCGTTTTCGCCAAAAAGAACAGAAACTTCATCATGTCGCCCAACCTAAAGTCGGCTTTCTTTGACCTTGAACCTAAAAAGGCGAGCCAAGAATGTAATATTGGCGATCCAGAGTTGCTGCAAGTTGTCAAGTCCAAGTTTTCTGCATCTGTAATTTTGAATAGTCAGGAAAAACCAAGATACAAGATGAATTTGGCAATTGCTCCTTTTGTCAAGAAACTATATCTGTCCAATGAAGTTGAAATATCGGACCACATTTTTGATGTTCTTTGTGCAGTTGCGCCTTCTGTACAAGAGTTGGAAATCAAGGAGGTTCGAGGTTCATGGGAATAGAGACCACCTATCAGATTTGAAAAACTCAAATAGGTTCAGTTGAATTGTAGGTCTAACGATATACATCCATATCTTTCAATGTTCGATGGAGACAATTAGCATGTGAGACAGTTTATGATATCGAATCTGTACAATCGAGAACAGATTTCAGAAATAATGAAGCACTTTGCTCATGTTGAACATTTACAACTGTCATATCGGATAGGTTATGAGAGCGAACACAAGTACAAGATTGAAGAGATTATGGAGTTTGTTTGTCAGTGCGAAAAAATTGGTAGCGTTGAGGTTAGAGTTTATGGCGATCTGGTGAAGCGAACATTGAATTTGGTGCCGAATTATCCCATAGACAAGAGTTTGAAGGTTACTGTTTGTACGCTGAACAACACAGATAGTTTTCGCGACATACATAAACAATTGATAGATATGCTCATGTTGTGTTAGCAGCGTGTGCATCATTCTGTTGGTGTTGAAATGGATACTGACTTTGCCGAATATCTTTGGGACCAAGCGATGAAAGAGTTTAGCTAGAAACAAAAAGAACAAGAACGTGTCCAATGATTATATACTGCTTCAAAATAAACTCTGTACTCTAAACCATTTATGCGACTCAAAACTTTAGTTGTCCTGCTTTTGGGTGTCATTGCACTTTGTTTCGTGTGTTATGCTGTTCTCAAGAGCAGATTGGATAAAAAGTATATTCTGTTTGTTGTCAATGCAAAGAATAACAACTATTGCATGGATAATGTCAAGGGCGAAGCAGTATACTTTACAGTGTGCGATGGTTCCGATAGTCAAAGGTGGCAACAAGTTGGTAACAAGGATGGTTCGGTCCTGTTTCGATCGTTTTTGGACAAGAAGTATCTAAATTCGAGCAACAATAGTGTTTTGACAACTTCCAACAAGAATCAAGTCAAATCATTTGAGGTCAATTAGAGCAACAATGGTCTGAATGTTACTTTTGCTTTTGCAGATGGGAACAAGGCGGTATTGAATTCAAAGATGCAATTGGTTGCTGTATGAACAAATGTGCAAATACAAATACAATGTTTACTTGGTTTTGTGATTCGTTTCAAAGTCCTTGAGTTTTGCAAGGAAACCATGGTTAGGATTGATAAAGTTGCGTTTTTGCTTAACGTAGTCCATGGCTGTCTCAAGCGGCCACTTATTTTTGCGCATCAAATAGGCAATAACAATGGTTGCCGACCTCGACACACCTGCCCAACAGTGCACCAAAACGGGTTCATTATTTTCGATGCAGCGGTCAATGAACTAAAAGGTTTGGGAAAAGAACTTTTCTATGGGTGCCGATGGGTTGTCGTCCAATAAGCAGTGCAGATACTGGAAGCCAGTTTTGCCAAAATGGTAGCATGGAACTTGGTGACAAATGTTGATGATATTGCGCATGTTAGGCGTGTTGATGGTTCCAAGTGCATCGTTGCCGTTGCCCAGATAGAGTAGACCCGGTAAGATTTCGCTAGCTTCAAACTTGGCTTCTTCTTGGCTAACTTTGGGCAGTGACCATTTTAGAATGGGTTTTTTGCTTTGGTTCATGATGAATGTATCTTTTTATTGGACTGTATTACTTTTTATTTGCCTCAACTTCTTTCGATCGTGCCATTTTGCTCACTTGTTGTCTTGAACAGTTTTACAAAGTCACCGAACAAAACTTGTACATCATCCAATTTGTGTCTGGTCAAAACAGGCGACCTCTTGCAAATTTTCAAGATTTCGTACATTTGTTTCGCCTGATTCTTGGTATACTTTTGTGTGTCGCTCGATTCTGCCAAGTTCATGCTGTACCAAAAGTAGAGTCCCTGTAGTCCGAATTTGCTCAACTATCTTTTGATGCTTGTAATGTTGTTGGACGATGCAGTGTTGATTTCATAAGCACCATTTTTCGGATCGATAGTAACCCATGCCTTTTCCAATGTATCGGCCAAAAGTTTCCGAGCAACTGCATCTTCTTCTTTGGTTTTCGTTTTACGAAGCCATTGAGCAGTTGCCACAATGAGTGCAGCGGCAATATAGTTGGCGACACTGTATGTCAGGTCTACAGATGACAAACCTTCGATGTTCGAATCAAAACTGAAACCCATTTTGTTATCTTTGGTTTGTTTTTTGTTGGTCAAATATTTTTGTTCGCAACAAAATTGTCACCCATGTCATCTAGAATATACGTTCCTTCGCCCGCATTACTTTTATTGCCATTTGTTTGTATGGGTTTCTTATGTTCTCCATTCGTAATGTGTCTCAGATTGTTCGACTGGATTGAAAACGCAGTGGACCAGTATTGCCCTCCCGAAGATCCTGTACATATGAAGTTGCAGTTGGAGCAAATTGTTGTAGAAACCAGGCCATAGGAACATGTGTAAAACGAATATAATACATTACTATCTAACTTTATGTACATCAATCAAGTAAAAAAAGCAATTGCATCCTATATAACATAACCAATTCCGACCAACCATGTCTTCAACCACCAAAAAGTAGTGCACAGCCATTTCATAGTCAACCGGTAAACGATGCAAGAATCATGCAGTTGCAAGAAGTCAATATTGTTCGGTTCATAAACGAAGCCATCATGTTACAACCAAAAAGTTGACACCCAAAACCGAAACCAAATCCAAGCCTGCAACTGCAAACTCAAAATCAGTGTTCAAGATGATTCGTGAAAGAGATGTTGGATTTGAAGGCGTTACTGCACCCGAATCAACACCCCAAAAGATGTTTGAAGCTTCATAGATCATTTTTGATATGCTCAAAGCCGATACCAACATTGTCAAGAGCAGTGAGTTCAAGAATTTGGAATATCAGTTGCTGCGCTATGCAATCTATGTTGGTCATGTTCAGTTGGTCCAGTATCTTATGAAACATGGAGTAAATCCTGAACTGACAGTTAAGATTGCACCTTCAGATGGTTCTGGCAAGAAGTTCCCTCAACGTAAAACAGTTTATCTCAAGGTATTACTGCCCAGATTTATGGAAAATGATGACTTTTAGGCTCTTTATTCATTGAACATGGCAGCACAGACGTATGAATATTATGATGTTGTTATCGAGATTGCAAAAGCATTGAGCGACGACTAAACTTGTTGCAAAAGTAAACAAACTTATTTTTTTCTATTCACCACCCTCAGAGCATCGTCCAAAAAATATCATGTCAATGCATAACCCAGAATGGCACAGTCACATGAACAACTTACAAAGTGATGACTCCATTATTAACAACATTTGCCAAACCGTAAACACAACTCTGATCACGACAGCTAAATTCCTCAACAAAAAATGGAATATGATTGCAGATCACATCTGGTCTCTGAGAAAATCAAAATACCCTCCTACGCAGACCACACATTTCAATTGGAATTTTACATCACATCTCACATTTTCAAAGTTTAATGCCTCGCAAATCAAAAATTAGAAGTATTTGAAGAGTGTATGCGACACCAAAAATATTACAGATTTAGAAACATACACCAAATCTTTTGAATAGTGTATTTCTCATGAAGGTATTTATCGAACAGATAATCTTAAGATACCTGTTGGTTCCATAATCAATGCAATAATACTCACTGTGCCGAAATCTTGGAGAAAAAATATTGACACTGTGAGTATTCATACATATAGTTCAGAACACGACAAAGATTTTGCATTATGTTCTATACCGTCTGTACTTCTAGATTGGACGTGTTGCAAATAGAATAATGACGACACATTTTAGTTCAACATCGCTTCATTTCTCTCCTTACCTTTCATCAACACTGGTGACAACTGTGAGTGGTATGTCAAAATCAAAACCAATGATGATGGTACACTGAGCAATGACGTCATCACTTAGTTTATTACGATACAATTACCAGAAAACGAGAAAAATACTGTTTGTTCAAATTTGCAGTATTGTGACAATATGCTTTGCCAAGGTGTGATTGAAGTGTTGGGTGATGATTATTACAGGATACCGCACCCCGAATATAATAACGTATTAGACTGCGATCATCGATACACAATATAGCGTACGTGTATGTTGTTATTTCGATGGACAACTTCGGATGACTTTAAAGCAATACCTCTTTGGTTTCAGCTTGAATTTGATGGGAATGTAGGCACATTTCGTGAAACACACAAAGCCGAATAGTGTCTGTTGGATAAAAACAACACGCCAGCTGATGTAATATTCCCTGATCTTCCAGGAACACCGCCATGGAAGTCAGAACAAGAACCTAATACTCTTTGGTATGCAATTAGGTTTTCAAATGTCAACAATCATTAGCCCACAGCATTGATCAATTCGCTTTAGGACTGTGATTATTTTTATGGACAAGCCGATGATTTTTGCAAGATTAGAATTATGACGGATTGCAAAGTATGCACTAGTCAGTTACAAGTGTTTGCATTTACAAGAAATATTGCTCGAACACAGGGCGGAATCGTGTGTACACATTTTGTCAATGTATAAATTTCATCATATGTTACATATAAGTGCTCTTCTTTTGCCGTTATTGTCAACTGCATATATGTATCCGTCCACAAAATCGAGTTGAGCAGTGTCGGGTGGGATTGTACCAATTACTTTGCCATCTTTTCTGATTTCGTTTTTGTCTAGGGTTGCTTCTCTTTTATTGTAGACCAACTTTCCTGTGTATGGATCGTAGCAACCATTGACAATGTTTCTCAATCTGATGCGAGTTGGTGGTTTAGGTTTGGGTTTGTCATCTTCTCGTAGCATGGACAAAAAATCTTGAGCATTTCGAACATCGACTACTCTGCCGGCTACAATTTCTGCACCTTTGGCTTCGACGGTAGTGACAATTGATCTACCATCTAGTTCGCCTGCCGACACAACGACTTTAGGTTTTGTTGCCATTAGTACACCTTTGTTGCCATATTTGTCCAAAGATTTGAGCAACTACTTGTGTTTAAGTGCTGCGGACTCTTTAGAGTCAAATTGTTGGACTTGTCCAACTGTGTATTCTTTGAGAAGAGACTTTAGTTTGTCTGTTGTTTTGGTTTGTTTGTTGATTCCTTTGACGGGTGGTTGTTGCTGTTGTGGCATAAACGGACAGAATTTTTTTTTGAAAGTTGGATGAGCGCAGAAGCAAAACAGAAACAAAAAAATTTTATTTCGGATGGCGCTCAACTTTTCCAATATCAGTGTCGACTGTCTCGACCATGTACTAACTTTTGTAGATGACCAGTCATTTGCTGCACTGTACATGGCATTTGTGTTGTCGAATCAAAAGTGCATCAACGGTCAGAGAGTATTTGATGTTCTTGTGAACAGTATCAATGCCAACCCGTTCAGGGACAAAAGGGAAAATGTATTTGTTGAGTTGTGTTCATTCAATGTTGAACCTTATGAGTTGATTGCAATAGTGTTTAGACCATTTCAAAAGTGGAGTTACTTGAAGATGGTACAAAAAGGTTTTGTCAGAGCAGTCGAGACACAAAGTATCAACATTATCAAGTGGATGCTCTGTGAACACAAGGACCAGAACAACCTATACGAAACATATATAGATACTGCTACTTAGAAGATTATCTTGAAGATAGATGGCAGGATGGGATATCATTATTCGAACAGTTATCATACCAAAAATTACATTTACAAGTTGTGCCTTGAAAGACGACTGGACAAGTCGCTTGACATTTTGATGCGCAAGTATTACGGATACAACAAAAAACTGCAACAACAAAATCCAACAGGTTTGGACCTTTATGACACGGAATTCATATTCAAACTCATTCTATCCATAAAGAAACATGACTTGTTGGATTTGTGGATGGTGTTGCCAGAATGGTGGCGCAGCAGGGTCAAGATTCCCATCGACATGATACTGAATCGAACCTCAGTTGCCAAGAGAAAACAAGCATGGCTCAGACACATAATTGAATCGAGACCCGATCTGCTCAAACAAGAAATGCGCAAAAACGGCAGGTATCCAATCTGTTGCGAACACGTTATACTTCCCAATCCAAAAATGGTTCGTGACGAATGGGTAAGGTTTGTAGTGCTCGATCCCAAAGGACTATGTTTGAAACCTCGCAACACTACCAAATTCGTGAATTGGCTCGCAAACTTTACAACTACTAGTCCGTATAGTAAAGCCAAGGTCGATTTATTTTGCGACTATCTCGAACACAATAATATTGATTTGAGTACACACAGAGGCAGTGAGTATTATACTACTACTTTGGAAGAAACTATCATCAACAGGACTTGGTTTTCAGAACATGTCAAATCGTTTCCACAGCCATATTTGGCAGCCATATTGAAGCGTCAGCCTGCTGTCGTTCGCAATATGGCAATCGAGTCATTGTTGAAATACGCACGTGCTAAATGTTCTTCTTCGATGACGCATGTAAGCAAGTTGAATCATGTTATTGCATTTGTACGCTTCAATTTTCCCGATTTTGTTGAATGAAGCAAAAGCACCGGTTTTTTAATTGTTGTTGTTATTCAATCTTTCCTCCATGTTTTTCTAGATACTCTTGCCACCATTTGTCAGCGTCAAAATTACTAACATCAAGCATAGTAACGGCCAAATACTCTTCGAATGAAATTTTGGGTGTCAATATTTCTTGATTTTCTTTGTCGCCAAGATTGCCAATTTCAAGTTCTTCCTCGTCTTCAGCATCTTTGGGTTCTCCATGAACACCCTCTGCTTCCATACTTCTTCTTTCTACTTCATCCCAACCGCCTCCTCCATTGATAATTTCATAGTCTTCATCTTTCTCAATCTCTGCTTCAGTTGTGACACTAACGTTAGGATGATGTTCAGATAAGATGCGCATGAATTCTGTTCTAACGGGACTGTCATCGTCGAGTGCTATTCTGATGTTGGTGACATTTGGATTGGCCAGTATGGCATTCAATACTTCAATCTTGCTCTCATCTGGAATAAACAATTCTCTGTCAAAAAGAACATTTCTCAGATTGACATTGTTGCGATATTCTTCCGAACACAAAACCTCCAACACCCTTTTTGTGTGATTCTCGAAGCGTGATATACCGTAGTCGTCCACAAATTCCAAAGTGTGCGCATTGTGACAGTGTTTTAGAAAGTATCGAATCGTATGTGGATACAAGAATTCAAGATTGACACCAATACTCTAAAAGCAGTCAAGTCGTTCAACAATGTTGGCAAAATATTTGGTTTCACACTTGAAAATCCTGTCGTTGTAAAACAAATCCGGATTATCCTTGAGGTAACTGATTTCGGTAATGTCTTTGTTATACAGTCTCTTTTCCAGACTGCCAAAAAGCGCAGTAAAATCCAAAGCATCGTTTATATAAAGCTAAATTGTAAACCAGTCAGGAACAACGGATACTGTCTTTTCAAAATTAAAATTAGGAAGCATGAACTCGCCGTTTTCGATTTTAAATGTAGCACTCTTGACTTCTGGACATTTGCTTCTGTCAAACCAGTCGGAAGTGAATGGTGCAACTGAACTAAACCCATAAAATTTAAATTCGACCATGTAATCCATATCTGGAATGATGGTTGCTGGAGTGGGTAGTTCATGGTGTTCGTGGCCTTTCATCCGGTCGTCGTCTCTACGGCGATAGCGACATCTGGAGTAAACGTCGATGCTCTTCTATCCACTAAGAAGGTCAGATTTGTATTCTTCGAGTAGGCAGATGTAGTCGTCGGACATGGTTGACATGGTGTGGTGTGGGATAGATATTGAGAGGTTTGTGTGTTTGGTGTTTAGAGACAGAATAAAGAGGTTTTTTGTGTAGATACAATGTACACACATGATTTCGAAATATTTGCGTTTGACAGAAAAATATAGACTTATTTATTTGTATAACACGACCCGATACATGCCCGGATTACTTGATGGTTCTTTTCTCTGTTCATAATACTTGCTTGGTAAACTCTTTTTGTAGACTGTAACATGGCGGCCGCTTTCACCGTGGACAACTTTGCCTTCGAGTCCAAAAGTATAACAATATCTGATGTGAAGACCATCAGTTCCTGTTGGCAATACCATGAGATTGTATTGGGGCGACAGGAAAAAGTTTAGAAAATGCAAAAAGTATGGGTGAGATTGTAGCTTTTCCTGTAGAAAATAGTCCACCAAGTCTAAAGTTTCTTCCAATGTTGCAGGTCCCGATTTACCACTGAATTCAAAAAGTTTGGTTACATTTTTCATAGAGGTGTCACTATCCTAACACAAGTCCAACTTTTTGATTCGAGCAATGATGTCACTGCGCGACTTGGTATCGTTGTATTCGTTCTTGAAGTGGTCGTGTACTTTGCTATTGTCTTGTACCAATGGTTCAAATAAATCGTAACCTGCTTCTGCCTAAGCTTTGATTTTCTCAACAATCTTGTCAATATCTTTCATGTCGCCAGATTTTATCCACGGGTCTGCAACACTATGAAACACGGATGTGTCTATGTTGCCCAACAGTTCGTAGAGTTTGTTTTTGCGTTCATGGTGTCCACTAATCTGTTGGGCAATTCTTTCAACGTCTTTGATGTTGCCAGATTTTATCCACGGGTCTGCAATTTCGGGTATAGTAGTCACATCTACATCTTCGAGCATTTTGGCAAGCATAGTCTTACGTTCGTAGGGTCCTCTAATCTGCTGAGCAATCTTTTGAACATCGGCAATGTCGCCCGTTTCAATCCACTTATCGGCAATTGACCAGTCCATGGGTGCCGGAGCAACTAGTTCTTTGAGTTTTGCTTCGCGCTCCATGGTCAATCTAAGTTTTTCTATGGCAGATGCCCACTTTCGAGCAGATTTGAGTGTGCTTTTACCGTCCACGAATGCGTCGTACATGTATTGAACGGGTCGAGTAATCTGGACGCCTTGTCGTGCGATTTCATTGTCCAGTTTGCGTTTTCGTTCCTGTTTGTTATGTTCTATGGCATTGATGCGAGCATTGTATCTGTCCTGTCTCTGTTTTTGGAGACCCTGATAGCCACCAATGTCCCAATGAACGTTGTTGCAGCATTTTTCAGCTAGGAACAAGGGTATGAGACGGTAACTCCATGTGCAGACGGGTATTTTTCGAAGTGTTGCTTCTGGAACTTCATATTTGTTGCGTGCGTGGGCAATGGATATAAGATTCTTGTCCTTTTGGTCATAACAGTCTGAACACATGTGAATTTGAAGCTGCTTGTTCTGTGTTGTAAAGACTTTGCTGCCATTGAGGGTTGGATGGACGTAGGTGTTACTGCCAATGATAGCAGGGTTGTTGCTGACGGTAGGAACAGGATTTCTCAAGCACTTGATACCACAGAGCAAGCAACCGTTGGTGTAAATGTACTTGAAGCGCTCGAAATTGGTCGTGCAGGACAGGGGTGGCTAAGCACGCATGGTAATTTCGGGCCACATTGTTTCTATCTGTTGTTGCCACACATGGTCACAGGCTATGGACAGACAAAGTTGTCTAAAATATTTGTTTAACATGGATACTCGGTGAACAATATCTTCATAGGACAGATACGTCAGTATTTCTATCTGCACATCTTGACAGAGCAGGTCCATCAAGTCGACTCGTTCCAGTTTTTGGACTTTGTTTGCCGGGTCGTCGACAGTTGTGTCATTGTTTTCGTTTTCATTGTCCTAATCTTGTTGCTAAAGTTGAGAAAAGGTGCGCTTCGAAAGTGTGGTTGCAGTGTTCATGTTACAGAAGGTGTGGTAAGAAAAAGTCGAAAGAATTTTTTTGAGTGACCAGCAAATTTCGAAAACAAGTTGGCAAAGTTCTGCTCATCCAAAAAAATATTTTTCTGTCATTGTCACCCAACCATGTTGTTGACCACTACCTACGAAACAGAAACAGACTACTCTCAATTGCCCATCGATACTATCTTAATCATACTCAGATTCGTTGATATACCAACTGGACCATAGACAATATAGAATACAAACAATGAATTTTGGGAATACGGCTACTTCAAAAAGGATCAGACTCGTCACATAGAAAGAATCTTCAACTTTTATGAACTGATGTGTTACAAAAAGGTAGTTCCCAAATTTTGTACAGGCGCAGAAGAGTGTACTATATTTTTGAAACATGATAATCCAAAACTAGTGTCGTGGATGGCCGAGCGTGTTCAAAAAATTTGGTGCAACTTGGTTGATTATCGTGGAAACAGCAATCAACTACTGGGATTATTGAACAGTGCATGGCCAAAAAATGTGCGGTTTCATGTATCATTTCATGTATTCGTATTACAGAAGTCACCGTTTCTTGAGATTGTCCAACATCCACGTGTTGACAAGATTAATGTTTCTTATTCCTTTGATATGGACGAAGAAAGTAGAAGCAGCATCATCGAAGGCTTACTATGTACGAATAACATGAACAAGAAAATTGAACTTTCATATAGCAATTGGTGTTCTCAAAGAACGTTGGAAAGATCAAATTTACCGTCGATACAATTCTTGGAAGCAGTTGGACCATTTATCGAAAAAGTATATGGATTCAAGGAATTTGCATTTCTCGATTATATCTCCGAGTATTTCTTGCCGTCCTTGGGTCATAAGAAAAATTTGGAGATTGATACGGATTTTTTGTTGTATTTGCTGGGAAACAATTTGTGGTGTTTGTTGGATGCAGAACATGTGAAGATTCTTGGTATTTTAAGAGCCGATACTATACTTGGTGAGTGTGTTCGAAGGATTTGCAGCAATCCAAACATGAAAAGTTTTGTGCTGTGTATGATGAATAATAGTCTCGATATTTTGCACAATGGTGTCAAGTTTATTGTATTAGAAGTTCAAAAACAACAGCATGGACAGTGGGTGATTTAGCACTATGCGACCAATGGCGAATATGAACCTATTGTTGTTCAAGAAGCGGTTTAGGACTTGGAAAGACTAATAAACAATTGATTTTTACCTGTTGGACATCTATAACCATTGATTTTAGTTCTTGTTGTTTCGGGCAAAATGGTGACTCTTTTTTCCAAACAAAACAAACAAACACATGTCTACTTCAACAACTACAACTTCAACCCTGGACACAGCTACGGTTACACGACCTTGTAAAAGGACCATCAAGGTTAGCAAGCCTCTCAGTCGAGATGAACTCAAACAAGTTCTCAAGGGCAAAGAGTAGCAGTATCAGCGTGCTAGAGAAGAGTTTGAGCGTTTTCTTTAGAAACATTCTGCTGAACATTAGTAGCAGCAACAGGACTACAACAGCGAACAGGAAAAGTAAAATCAAAAAAAACTTTTGTATTCTTCTACTCTTTTATCCACATGAACCAACTGCCCTATCACATTGTTGAATACATTCTTCGTTACATATAGGTTGAAGCTGCTTCACTCGAAAGACCAACGGACAGCTATGGCTACTTTGTCAGAGATCCTGAACGCAAAATTGTTCGCGTATTTGACATGTATACGGATTTGTATTTTGGACCTTTTCACGCTAAGAAACAATTTATCAAGGGCGCTGAACAGGTCACGATAATGGAAGACTCAGTATATGATGAACGAAGGTTGAACTCAAGTATTTAGACGATCAAAGCATCGTGTCGTGTCAAACGAATTTAGGTGGTATTTGTTTCTCTTTGCATTGATCGTGATATTGACGAAATACTTGAATGGTCTAGAAAGATGAGCAGATCCTTTAGGATTACATAGTCGAACGGGTCCGACGACAGTCCGATTGTTCATGAGATTTGTATTTGGAGTACAATCAATCCGTACGAATATGCGCATGTTCTACAAAAGATTTTCGAGGCCGATATTCAAAATCTTTTTATAGACAACTTGTACATTTATATTTCGGATATGTTTATTCTCGATCCTATTGATCACGTTTTGTAGAATAAGCATGTACGAGAGATATCTTACATACTGCTCGACTATCCCAACGATTAGAACAAGAAGATGGAAGCATTGCATCAGCTGAAAACGTATTAGCGCAAAATTACGAGAGTGGATACTTTATGTCTGTCCGAGCCGTTCAAATAGGATCTGCATTCTTCTTAGGATGAATTTTGGACTTTGGTAAGAAGTATCAACAACGAGTAAAGTATTTGTTGTCCCTGATGTTGTTGCAGGTTGGAACAGGTAAACATTGAATGAGTTGCCCAAAAAGTTTTGGAGGTTCAAGTGGTCAACACAAAATTTTTTTTGAAAACGAGTTTCAGATTTTTCGATGATCCAAAAATTTTTGGCAACAACTTTCAAAAACTTGGACCACTCAAAATTTTTTGGCTCTTCAAACAACAAACCTTCCATGCCTCAAAAAATTTCGTCCAACGTCCAAGATCTTTTGAAGCGCGATCCGTCAACTTTGTTCAGAGGTAGAAATCAACTTGCAGTGTTTTGCAATACTTCATATGAACGAATGTTGGTTCACAAGTATGCAGAAGAGCATGGATTGAGTCATGAAACTGTTGACTTGCTCGACAATACGATCAAAAAGTTTCAATGTACCGAGGAGGCAGACTGCAAAGGTTCGGTCTATGTGTGCAGAGATGAAGAGTGTGACTACAACCTCAAGTGTACGGTACATGGATTCATTACACATGGATATCACGATAGTGCAGGATATTTTCGCAGGGAAAAGGTTCATACTCAGGCCAAAGCAGTCATGTTGACACCAAAGGCAATAAACATTGTATAAGTTGTTTTAATTATGTAGTCGAACGGGTTCGAGCATTGGATTCTATAGAATCGGCTGTAAATATGATGGACAGCGAAATATGAACGAGTTTGAGATTGTTGTTCAACTACTACTTTTTGAAGCAACTACAATTCTGTAAACATGTTGCATTTTCGTTGCTTCTTTTTGGCAGTTGAACCATTATTCCCAAACACTCATTGTCCATAAAGCTGCCTTAGACTCGTCATTCATTGCAGTCGGAAGACTTCTTTTTCTTTGGAGCAGTCTTGGCTACCTTGGCAATCTTGGAACGAGTCGTATTTCTTATAGTCGTCTTGGTTTTTGGTTTACCGGACTTGGCTGATCCTGTTGTTGTTAACAATTTGATGAGTTCAGCCTTTTTGATGTAGCCTGCAAGTGGTGTATTTGGATGCTACTTCTCGTACAATGCACGAAGTTGCTTGACCGTCTTCTTTTCGAGGTCTGTCATTTTTTGTTGTTGTTACAGGTTGTTCGATAGGAAGGAAATATTGTTTTCTTGACTGTGGCAGATTTTTTTGTGTTCAGTTGGATTGGACTCTTTTGTTACTGGCGAATAAAAAAAGGAAACTCAGAAGTAATCTTCATCTTCATTTGTTATAGTCTTTGCTCTCTTCACAAACAATTGAACATCAGGGTCATTAAGTGCGATTACTCGACCACAACTTACAATGGTTGTTGCTTTGGGATAGTCGCGAATGTTTTCATGTGAATGTGAGATATCGTCAATATTGATAATGGAAATAGTGAGACCCTCATCTAGATTCATCATGTCCAGTTGTTCAATCTTGAAATCTTCATTGTCGTCAATCATGACCCACTCTAACCAGTCAGCACTGTTTGGTTCATGAATGATTGCTTGGGTGCACTATCGAAAACTAGGTACACTAACGTTGATCAAAGATGCTTCTTCTCCTTGTGGACAATAATCCTCGGTGTATCGAAACATGAGCGCCCAACGTATTGCTTCTGTGCGAGTAGCGAACCGTTTGAATTCGAAACCACCTTTTTGGCTACCGCTATAGAAACATGAACACAGGGCGATCCATTTTCTGGTTGGGTCGTATTCGAATCTATGGACTACTTCTGAATATTCGCCATCACCATCGCACAACAGTTGAGGCGGTTCATCTCTGCCGTTGAGTTCAAAGTTATCTAGACTGATTATGTTTGTGGATGGACCCAATAGGTTTGCAACTTTGGTTTGATAGGTTGGATTGTTCTTGCCGTCGAGTGTAATCATATCAAATCTGGAAATATCGTAGTATGTCCATGTATATTGAGCAGTGAGTTCAATGATTCGAGGCACATTTGCTTCTTGAATGTCGTTGAGGTTAGTGTTGGTGTTGTCTCGTTTTGTGGTTGACCTGTTCAAAAATGATATAATGTTCTACATTGTTTCCAGAGATGAGGGGTGTTTGTTTGGTTTGTTTGCTTGGAGGTTTATAAACGTCAAAGAATTATTTATTTCTCGTAACATACCCTTCCTACTCAACAATAAATGAATTTTGACCAGTTGCCCATCGATACCATCCGAATCATTCTCAGAATGGCCAATGTATCAGCGTGGCCTTCGAAAAAACGTCCTTTGATCGAATACGGCTATTTCAAGAATCAGAACACACGTCAAATCGAAAGAATATTCAATTTTTATGACTTTGATGCAGGATTTTGGAATCAATATTAGTGTTTCACTGGAGCGATAAGTTGTATTTTTGACTCAATACATCACGATGTAAACAGGAGAGAACATATTTTGTGGACGGCTCAGCGTGTTGAAAAAATAGTCTTCAAAATTACAGGATATGAAGAGGCACTGGAACAACTCAGCCTAACATGGCCCAAAAATGTTAGATTCATAATTGACATGCAACTTTATGGAATTGATGATCATGCTCTCAAGTTGGATGAACTCATATTGCATGAACAAACCGAAAAGATCATTATTGGTCTTGGTCATTCTTCGATGCAGTTTCAGAGAATAGTATACAAAACCCTTTTCAGAAAAGATGTTCAGCTGGTCAAGGAAAAGATTGAAGTTTATTTGGACCATTTGCCTTACCCGTACAATACCGTGGACCAATCGCTGCCAATGAATCGAGCAGAATTTTGGAAGATTGTTGGTCCATATGTGACTCGTGTTGGCGTAAATTTCGAAAAGTGGTGGACCCCAGAATTTGTTGCTCAGTCTGTGCTGCCCAACTTTACAAACGAAAAGATTTTGCACTTGGAAATGCCATTTGTGTTGTATACGGAGGCCAACAACTTGTGGAATCTGCTCAATGCGAAAAAGATAGTTATTGGTGGCAGCAATGGGAACATGTATCACATCAGGAGTTACAAACCTTGGTTCATTGCAGGCGCTGCCGAAAATTCCAAGGTTCAAAGCATTGTTGTGGATTACAAGCACATGAACATTCCCAAGTTGGATGTCAAGGGTGTCATCTTTGAATCTGTTGGCTTTTAGCGCAATACTGAGCAGGAATGGATGTGCGCAAAATACGAAGTTCAAAAAGGTTGGGACAATGAGCGACTAGAATCTGTTGACAAGTACGATACTGTCGAAGTGTAGCGTGCTGTTGATTTTTTGGAAACAATCATGAATTGAGAAGGTTGTGGACACACATTGGCAAACACGAATAACTATTCATTCAACCAGCCTCCTTACCCTTCACAATGGAAACAACATCACCCCGCAGTTACACCGACTTGCCCATCGATACCATTCTCATCATTCTCAAATTTGCCAATGTTAACGGTCATGTACAAGCAAAAAGTTGCTTGAACTTATACGGCTACTTTGAAAAAGACTGCACACGCACGATCCAACGAATTTTCAACTTTTACTTTCTGGATGCTGCCTATTCCAAGTATTTCGCAGGTGCAGAATACTGCAAAGTTCCATACACACCTCATGTCAAAGATGAAAAAATCGTACAAATTGCCTAGTGCGTTCAGAAAGTGGTTTGTGAATGTGGTCGATGGATACGTGGACCTAATTAGTTGCAAAAACTGAACGATTGCAGTTGGCCAAAGAATGTTTCTTTTATTTTGAGTCCTGACGATTTTTCTGAATTTGCCGATATTCTTTGCCATTGGCGCACTGAACGGGTTGAGTTTCAAATATCTCCTTTGGGTTTGAAAACAGAGTATTATGATATTATCATGAACGCCCTGAATTGTGACAAGGTTAAACAAGCTGCTCACAAGTTTAGGTTCGAGATGTATTACTTATTGCCAGGTAGGTTCGATCCGTTAATGACTTGTTGCACACCAGAATTTTGGCAAGTTGTCGGGCCATATGTCAACAAGGTTTCTTCGTTTCAAGACGATTACGGGTGGTTTGAAACTTGGGACAAGGATTTTATCACACGAATCATGTTGCCTAGTGTATTGGGCAATGGTAAGAAGAAGATTTAGTTGGAAATGGATTTTGTAATGTCCATGTAGCGTCGCGGTCTTTGGCATCTTCTCGATGTATAGACCGTTTACATTGGTGGCAGTTATTCAAAATATGACATCACGAACTATGATACTTCTTCATTTCTTGTTGACATTGCCCATAACGCCAAAGTCAATAAGATTGTTGTCGATTACAAGCACATGAACATTCCCAAATTGAATGTCAACGGAGTTATTTTTGAATCTATTGATTTTAGGCGCGACGCATAGTAGAGATGGAAATGCACAAGATACGAGGTCAAAAAAGGTTGGGACAGTGAGCGACATGTATTTGCTGACAAGTATGATGCTGCCGAAGTGTAGCATGCCGTTGACTTTTTGGAGACGATCATGAATTGAGAAGGTTGCGAATACATTGGCAAAATCTTTATTTATTTTTCATTCTGTATACACCCTTACCCTTACTATGGAAACAACACTACTACCTCACTGTTACGCCGACTTGCCCATCGACACAATTCGCATCATTCTCAGATTTTTGGATTCACCATAGATTTCGTTGGATGAAATGAATGAGCATGAATTCTGGGAGTATGGTTACTTCTCCAAAGATTCGACGCGCTAGGTTGAAAGAGTCTTCAACTTTTACCATTTAGTATTTGATGAAAAACAGAATAGATTTTATTCGGGTGCAGAAACATGCCTTGTACAGTTTACTTATGCAGTTAACTATGGTCAAGTGCAATGGCTTACTGAGCGTATTAGAGACCGCGTGACTGTAAAACTGTACTATTATGATCATTATCTTGATGGAGATCCAAATTGTAAGTATTCGATTGTAGCTGCTCTAAACAAAACATGGCCAAAAAATGTTAGATTCGAAATTGTATTTGGAACCTTTGACAAGGATAATTTCTTGAAAATGATCAGACATGAATTAGTAGAAAGTGTTGGAATCATATACAGATAGAGTGAAGAAGGAGAATATTTAGGTGAAGCGCATTGGGACATGTATGAGTGCCTATCATCCGATGAAATCAAAAAGACCAAGAAGCACATTTATGTAACTTGCGAATTCGAGTGGTTCGTTGCTGAACATCCATAGTTTTGGAAGATTGTTGGACCCTATGTGCACAATATATATTGGTCCAAATACTTGGACTTGTCTGAACGTAATGTGAAGTATATAACGCAAGAGGTGTTACCATTTTTGACTCACAAAAAGTTGCATGTGGATTCAAAGTTTACTTAGGCATTACATGAACACAGCTGATGAACGAATAAATCTTTGTTTATTGTGTTGTACATTTGGTTTCTGCCGTTTTTTGTGTTCGATAAATGAGATTCTATTTACAGCGACAAAACTGAGTGTTTATTGAAGATTCTGGGTTGCTTTTTGCTCCAAAGCTTCACGCATCTTTTCGAGCAACACACTCACACCTGCTTTCAATTCTTCATCGGCTTGAACATCTTCAGTGTACTTGGTTTTGGTGGTCTCAGCTGATTCGTCCATGTTGGGTTCATCATCACCTGAATCTTCGGCTTCTTCTTCGTCACCTTCTTGGGGTTCACCAAAACGGATGCGCAAACAGGGAGTGCCGTGTGGATCGTAGGCATAGAACATGCGGAAGCCGTCCAATTCCATTTGGCAGTCGTCATCATTTTCATCTTCGGTTTGGTCGTCAATCACAAGAGGTTTGTCGAAACCCAGTTCTTTTTCGTGCTTGTCGTACTGCTCTTCGGCTGTTTTTCTGCGCGTGCTGCTCAACATCCAGACCAAGCGCTGATATTCTGCCTTGTGCCATTCGAACACCTGCTCCAAAGAGATTACTTCTGCTACTTGGAATTTGGTCAGTGCACACCAAGTCTCCAAAGCATAGTCCTTGGAGTAACCCACGAGACCAAAGTAGGGAGAATCGTTGCGAATGCAGACAAAGAGCATTTCTTCGTGAGGCGTCCACAGGTCTTCGTCGTCTGTGTGACCACGATTGAGTACATGGTAGAATGGAAACCAGGCAAATATGTCTCGGGAGAAGCGTTGATCGTTGCAGTAAATCAACTCACAATACTTTTCGCACATGTAAGTCAAACTTTCCGTGTCTGTAACTTTGGGATTCAACTGGACCAGTTTGTCCCACCATGCTGACAGGTTGTAGTATTGGGGGTCCTGTTCCAACAAAATATTTTGCTCCTTCTCTTGGGGCGTAGAGTCTTGGGTCGAACGAGGTCTGCCCCATATGTTGCCACTTTCGTCGATGCCCTTGTATTCCTTGATCTTGGAGACAATGGTTTCTCTGAACAGTGAGAAGGCTTCTTGTGCAGAAGAGATGCTGTTATTGGTAGGCTGGTCGGTCATGGATGGTTTGTTTGATGGACAGGGATTCGATGGTTTGTTGTTTGTTTTTTTGCTGCCAGCGAGTGATGTGTTTGTGGGAAAAGCATTTATCGAACTTATTGCCAAGAGATACAAATAACAAAATTTAATAAACGATTTAAACAGAAGGTCTCCACCATTTAGAAACAGATTTCAGACTGGGCCTAATTTGTTTATGGTTTTCTTCATTATTCTCGCTCGATAGCGAAATCGGAGTAGTAGTCCTCCTGTTCATCATCTTCATAATTAGTAATTCGGAAGCGTTTTCTTCTTTGCGTACTCTTTGGAGAATTTTCGGTTACTGTAACTGGTGATTTCATTACTGTTTCACCTGTCTCCGATTCCGATATTGCTTCAACTAACCACGCAATACAGTCTTTGGCCAGTTGATTTTGCTCTTCTGTAACTTCAGTTGTTTTTGATGATTGCAATTTTGTCAAGGTTCCGCTTCCAATTCCATTATAGAGGTAACGACCATTGGTTCCTGTTCCAAATGTTCTGAGTATTTGTTGCTCGATATCGTATTCGTTTGTACACGAAAAGAAGCGTGCATGGAATAATTCTTGAGCATGTTCATCAATGTGTTTGTTTCCACCGCGATGGCTGCTGTGTTCTGAAAGTCGCCTGTATAAATTGTTAGTGGACCCAAGATACAAAGGTTTGAATTGAATGGAATGAGTATCCTTGTTCATCTCCATAAGACCAATTTCGTAGATTCCGGGACCAGAAGGTGCATACTGTTGCGACACGTTACTGAGTTTGAAAGTATAAGACCAAATAATGCGAATGTTAAGCTGCACTTGAACGTCAAAAAAATCAGGGTTCATTGTTACTGAGTGAAATGTTTTGTTTTACTAAAGTAACTTCTGCTGGTCAATTTAAAAAAATATTTTCTATTAACAAAAATCAAAACTAAACTTCTTGGCCGTCCTTCGGCAATATCATCATCAGCACTATTTATGTCAAAAACAACTAAAACGTATTAGCTGATAAAAACGAAAAACTTATCCGATAAACTTGGATACGTTACCTATGTTTGTGGCAACGGTATATGAAGCAAAACAATTCACTACTCAGAGTTTGAGATTTTCAATATGGAAACGTTGCAATTTACATTTGCTGCTTTGTGCTATCCATATATTCGCGTTCTGGTTTGTGATGATTATAAACGCAGAAAGATACCAAAGAGGGTAATTATGGCCAGAGAAAAAGTTGATGGCGAGTGGGAAGAAGCTACGAATACTTTGTTTCTTCAGATTTTTGCCAAGTAGTTGATGTTGGACTATGTTGAAGACTATCTTAGTAATCTGTTTCCAAAATCTGGTTGGCATATAAAAGATATTCTGAAGAGCGAGAATCAGTTTGCACAGCTTTGGAAGCATTGTCTTGCGTTGCTTGAAGTGAAGGAGTAGCTGCCACCTCTCAAGCGCAGTCGTGATGAACAAGACCAAGAAAAACACAATATCATCGATAATGACGAGAAGAACAAAGGTCCTGAACCAAAGAGAGCAAGAACAATTTCGAACTAGGAGGTTGTGGCAGAGTACGCGCAACGACAGATCACATTTTCGAGAAACTTTGACAACAAGCACAGTACACAAATACTTCAAGAGCAACTGAAAAGATTTTGCAAACGCGAAAGTTTACCTTTTAGATACAATGACAAGGATGTACGCCCATTCTCCAAGGATTTGAATGATTTGCTCAACGAAAAATTTGGCTCTCAACTGCCCAACGGCAAAAAATTCAGATGTACTTCCAATGGAAAGTCCATTTTCAGATTTATCAATGTGGAGATGATTCCAGAAGAGACTAAAGAACAACAACAATAACAGATAAAATGAATACTCTTTGATAAAGTTTTTGGAGACTGACGCACAAGCAAACAAAAATTCATTTTCCACAGCAAAAAACATGCAGACCCATCATTATAGACCTTATGCCATCGAGAAGCGGTAGTCTGTCCCGGATATGGAATTCGATGACAATGATGTTCAAGTAAAATCCAAAAGGAAAGCGCACCCATTGGACATACTGGCCATAGATTTGAACACGTCGAGGGAAGAGTTGGACAAAATCATGAGTCGCAAATACGATGGTCCAATAGATTATATTCGCGCTTTATGTTATTGTCATTGTCTAAGAAGTCGAGAACGGAATCGGCAAAAAGGAGACGCTGCGTTTGTACAGCATGTAATAAACCTGTATAACGAACAACAAGGACGGTGTGCATTATCCAGGATTCCCCTTACATGGAACCGTCAGCCTGACCACTGTACAAATATATCTATTGACCGCATAGATACGGACAAGGGCTATGAAATTGGCAATGTGAGACTGCTGGCGGTATGGGTCAACAATGCACTGTCTGGTTTTGGTGAAGAAAACATGTGGCGGTTTGTTCATTCCTTGGCAAAAACAGATGAATCGTCGAAAAATGAAGTAATATGAATGTATTTTTGTTGTTTATATTGTTGTGTCTTGTTCAGAAGTGTGGTTCACAGAATGCTTCCAGTGCGAGTATAGTGGATTTTTGACCTCGACAAAGAGCCAGAGAGATAGAGATATACAGGGAAAAAGTTGCCATTTTTCAAGAAAAAATTTTGAAAACCCTTTTGACTTTTTCGTCAGTCCAAAAAATTTTGAAACCAACTTTTGAAAACCCAGACTGGCAAGAAAAGTAAACTTGGTTTCAAAAAAAATTTTAGGTCCATGACCACCCAAAAAAATTTGTACTCTCAGCCATTTTTCGACTGTTCAACCAACATCACCACTGAACGCAACAACCCAAATAAATAGACTGGTAACTCTGAAATTATCATATGATTGGTGACAAAAAGTGCACGAGTGAGCATGGGGACATGGTCAACAAAAAAACTATTGTCGTCACCAACACCAACACCCTTTCCAACCCATGCCTGTTGCTCTTCTTGAATACCCTTACCACACCATCAACCACAACTTACGACTCTACATCCTCTCTTTTCTACCCTATACCAATCGTGACTTTGGTCCGTGTGGCTGCGAGTAGAAACATGATACTGGCGGATGTCCCAAAAAGCACTATGGCTACTTTCTATCCGATCCAACACGCACCATTTATCGCACCAGCTACATGCACAGTTTTTATAATATTAACGATTCTGATTTTTTGAATAGTGGTGCCTTCTATAGCGGTACGAAGAGCATCACTATACATGTAGACTTGGATAGTCTGCCCAATGTTGAACAAAAAGTGCGCCGCTTCATTCGACGCATGCATCGTTAGACTATTATTCTGTGTGTGCACACTCCCATGAGCGTCAAATCCACTGACCAATTAGTGAATATCGCAAATCAACAGTGGCCCAAGAATGTCGTATTTGGTGTATTATATGACTACACCGATGATGAATATGATGAGTTGACAGAAGAAGAACATAGAGTTTTGTTCGAGCATCTCAGAGGTGTAGTTGTTCATCCACGCATCAAAAAAGTGCATCTTTCTTTTTTCAGTATATGTGCAGAGAAACCATTCAAGTTAGTTCATTATTACAATCTGCTGGAAAACATACCAAAAAAGTGCCGCAAAATGTTCATTTGTACAGATTCGTACATCAGTATAAACACTCAAGAATATTCGAATTAGCATATACAGCTATTGGAGCAACCTCGATTTTGGGAATTGGCCGCTCCAACATTTTGTGCTTATTCATTCGACAGTCGAACATATGCATGTTTACCAGAAGTTATGAATGCCTTCTTGGAGCATGGATTTCCAAGATTAAATAGGTTACCTAAACAAATTGCATGTGGTCTGCTAAAAGAAATTGCCAACAGACCACACTTGCATCAATATCTGCCCAAAGAGTTGGACGTTGACAATTAGTATGACAATAGAGTCGATCTGTGTGAACTTGTTGACATTCTTGCCAAAATCAAGATAGACAAGCTAACGCTGCCGTGGTCTTGGACAATTAGCGATTGGTCCTTGTTTGAACAAAAGATTTAGCAGGTTTTTGAAGTGTGGGGGCCCGAAACTCCCATTCATATAGAAAGCGGCAGAATGCAATATTTCTACCCTACCGGTGTTGTAAAAGAAAGACTATGTCTTAGGCCAATCAAGTGCGACTTGGTCAATTTGCCAGTTGCTCTGTCGCGAGAGATTGCCGTGTCATTGTGTGACAAGAAGAAGCAATAATAACTAAAGTAAAGCAGAAGAGCAACAAATTTTTATTTTTTCCATCAACACACCCCCTGCCTGTCTGCCAAAAAAAATCATGGTCACCTTTGCTGACGAAAACGATAACTAGCAACACTTGACACATGAACCAGCATTTTAGCCAACGGATGCGCGGCCCGATGAATCGTGTATTATTTGTTTTGATGCGTTGGAACACGGTTGCGTTGTTACCAAATGTGGTCACCACTTTCATGACAATTGTATCGCATGTTGGTTCGTGGAATAGGAGGACAAGTTTCAAGATGTTACATGCCCAATGTGTCGCGCCAAACTGGCCAATGATAACTATTCTGTCCAAAGTCTGCGCTAGTCGATGCTAACAGGCACGAGACACATGCACATTGTGGAATTTAATCATCATGTTGTCCAACAACAATCATAGGAGCAAGACGATCGGGAAATTGAAAATGCACTCATTCAGTTGATTGAACAAGAAAACGAACGTTATAATCGTATTCAATAGTCGGAAGAGTTTGCCAATTAGAGTATTTGGGATGTTTTGTTACCACGCCTTCCGACTGGACGCATACTATGGCATCATGAAAACTTTAATATACCCACTATGCTCGACAGAGAAGAGTTTCCCAATCGTGAACAACCCGACTTTTCTCAGCTGGATTTTCTGCGAAACATGTCAGGTTTTGTAAATTATAGTATATCAGGCACACCGGTTCAATCGTTGGATGAATTGTTTTCTCATTTGTAATCGCCAACCAGCTAATTTTGGACAAAATGGAATATTTGTAAACACAAACAAACCAGAATACGGTTATTTATTAGACTTGTTGTTGTTGTTCCTCCCTGAATGGTTGCAAGGTGACTTTATATGTTTGTATGTCCGCCAGAGTCTCTCTGTAACGTTCATATCCTATAAAACACAAGATAATAGGAATAGTCAATACGACACTAACTCCAATGACAAAAATACATAATGATGCCATGCCTAGGCCCCAAATAGTTGAAAGTGTTTTTGAATTCCCGTTATTGGTATAAATGTCCAACATTTGAGCATATTTTTCTCCGTATTCGGGGTCCCAAGTGGGTTTGTAGTAACATTCGGTTGAAGTGGCATTGTGAAGTTGCTGGCATTTTTCTGGAAACGACCGACAATTGTAATCGAATGTGCCGGTTGCATTGAATTTGGGAGAGTATACATTCAAAATCAACATGTCACACGGAACAAAGACGGCTAAACAGGACTTTGCATCTAGTAGAGAACAACATGGTGTCAAACTGCCGATGCCAATACTTGTGACAGCGAGGGATGTATTCGTCTTGAGTGTTTCACAATAAGGGAACATCTATGAGTCACAGGAAATTTTGCTGTCGTCGCATATGTATGTAGTTGCACATATGTTTTGAGTATATATGTTGGTTACGTTGCACAAGTCCGGTTGCCATTGTGAATCTTGATTGTACTGTACAAGTTTAACAATAAAAGCTATGAATGTACCAACGCATGCCAGTCCACAAAGGATTATAATGATGGACAAACTAATGATGCCAGTTTTTTCGTAAGTGCTGAGAATCATGAAGCAAGGGGATGGATAATGGTAATGTTGTTTTTTTATATTTTTTGATCCATCCAGCAGAATTATTGGGATTCTTCTGTTTCCTGTACTTTGAGAATGGTTGCGAGTTTGCTCCTGAAATCACCAACTTTCCATTTGCCGTTGACATTCTTTGCCAGTTCGGGTTCGACGTTTTTGGTGTAATATCTGAACACTTCGCAGATTTTGCCATGTAGACTCTTGCGCAAAGGAGAATCTTGAGGTTCATCTTGAAGCGACTCTTGTTCAAACTGCTCGGCGACGTCAAAGGCAATCTTGGAGATTTCCTACAGTTTGATTTCCTTGTAAACACAGGTCAAGTAAACGGTAGTGTAGGCTGACTGATAGCTTGTGGCCTTGTTGTCTTCACAGATGTCCAGTAACATGTTGGTCAGTTTGGTGACAGCAGCGGCAGAGTTTTGCTATTGTCGTTGGAACATTGGCGGTCAGATTTTTCGTTTGGGCAAGAGCAGAAGGAGGTTCTAAAAAAGTTTTTTCTGATCGGTCTAAACTTTTTTGTGGCAACAAGTTTTGAAAGTCGGTTGCATAAAACACAAGAATGCAAACAAAAAAACAAAAAAACAACTGTTCGTTCACCCATACACCTTTCACTCCAACAACAAATCGAAAACAAATGGCATCAATGTTGAATAACACAAGCATCCAAGGATTTCTGGACCAACTACCATCTGCTACTGAATCCAAGAACATTGCACTGGCAGCTTGTTTACAGAAACAATTGGGACCCTTTACTGCAATCCGCAAGGCAAGTGAACAGGGATTATTTTCAGTGGACTACACACCTGAAGGCTCATTGGTTTATTTGGATTGGAAGTCCATTTTGGAACAAAAGGGTTTCAAGGTTACTGCTTTGAAAAAGTCTGTAATGCAATATGACTGGGAAGGCGATCCGATTGGCAACAAGGATGTTGATGTATTGACCATAAGTTGGGGACATTGATTTCAATAAATTTGGTTTCTGTAATTGCTGAGAGTACATGTTGTATTTGACAGCAAAAAAGTTATTGACCCATCTATTGTTGCAAAAGCTAAACCATTTCCTAAAAATTCTCGTCCATGGCTAGTTTTAACGCATTGTCCAGTGCAACTTTGTCACCGAGTATTCTTGGGTCCTGTAGTAGCAACTTGACAATTTCCATATCTTTTGTATGCACTGAACGAACAAGATCATCGCCCAACAAACTAAATCTATTGTCTCGTATCAGCTTTTCCAATACTTTACTACGACCGCGTCGAACTGCTAATGGCATGCATCTGGTTTTGCTGCTTTCTTGGACACGCTCATCTTGAAGCAGTCTATGAACAACGTCAGCATTTCCTGCCCAGCAAGCATACCACGTTGTTTCATTATCACCGTAGCAGACATCGATTCTAGGGTCCGACAGTAAACGATCTACTACTTCGACATTTCCCATGCAGACTGCACGCCATAGGGTGTAATTTCCGTCGTCAGCCTAATTGTAGTCGAATATGTCCAATAGGCGATTGAACAAGTCTAGGTGGCCTTTGTTCATTGCTAGCTTTTGTAGCAGTAAGTAGATGTAATAAGTAGAGTAATTTCTGCCAAACTTTTTCAGGACGGCATTGGACTGCCAACCAAGTTCATACCAGTCTCGACATACGAGCATAAAGGTTTGAAATGTGGTTTTCCTGTCCAAGAAGGTTAGTATGTGATTTAGGACATCGTCACAGAGAGGGGTTGGTTCTAGTGCTGGTGTTGACGGCGTGATGTAGGATTATTTTCGTTTGGGCATGAGGGGGCTGAGAGGATAAGGAATTTTTTGTTGAGGGGCAAGACCGATCTGGACATGAACACCAAAATTTTTTTGGAAAGAGGTTTTGGATTTTTGGTAGTCTGCACTTTTGTGACAACATGTTTTGAAAACTCAGACTGACAAGGAAGTAAACTTTTTGGGGGTAACATTTTCTGTCATTGATTAAACAAATATGATACGACGTGTTCAAGAAAAGGACTTGTATCGACTCATTTGTATCCTGCAAGGACATTTTGGTTGTAACGGGGTTAACGTTAACTATGACCTTGTTAAAATGAGAGAATTGTCCGAGAAAAGCAGATCACTTGTATACGAGCAAGGTGGCAAAATTGTTGGCTGGGTGTCTGCACATCAACCTCTCGATTAGCATTAGCATCAATAGCGACTTCACATCGAAGTATTGTTTGTCGAACCAAACTGGAGAAGAAAAGGTATAGCCACCAAGTTGATGAATGAACTTATATCGGCAATGGACGCTGTCAAAGAGACCACTCTTCAAATTTATGATAAAGATGATGATGACGATGTGTCGGCAAGCATGTTGAAGACCTTTTATGCAAAATATGGCTTCGTCGATATTGATGCTGACGACAGTTTTGGTGATGGGTTCATGAAAAGGGTTACCACGGCATTGTCCTAAAATCATTTGCATGTTCATGTAGACTTTGAATGTCAAATAAATGAGTTCCCTGTAATCGTTCAAGGTGAGTTTGAAGTAACAGTGACTATGGGTTTTTTGAGTGAGTGATGGTTCGATTCTTAAAAAATTTGGTGAAAGGTTTCAGGTTTCTGGCCAGCATGAACTTTGGTGATAACATGTTTTGAAAACTTGGACTGCCGAGAAGGTAAACTTTTTTGGGGTAACTTTTTTCTGAACATGATAGCCAAAATTTGTTGGAGTGAGTGGTCATGGTGGATGTTTTGGATGTGTTGTAACTTCGGGGACAGGGTGTTGGTCTAAGACTGCGAGCATTGGTCTTTGGTCCGAAAATTTTTTTTCGAAAAGGGTTTTAGGTTTTTCGCTGGTCTGAACTTTTGTGTCAATATGTTTTGAAAACTAGGACTGCCGAAAAGGTAAACTTTTTGGGGTATCATTTTTTGGACCGAAAGCTAAAATTTTTATATGTTCATGTAGACTTGAGTGTCAAATAAACGGGTCCCTGTAATCGTTCAGGGTAAGATTGGGGTCAACCTGAACATGAAAGTGTTGGGTGTATGCCTTGTTCCTAAAAAATTTTTTCGGGAAAGCCTTTTAGGTTTTTCGCTTGCATGAACTTTGTAATGACTGAAATTTGAAAACCTAGACTGACGCTGAAGTAAACTTTTTGGGGGTATCATTTTTCTGAACCAAAGAGTTTGGATATTGTGAGTATTGATTTATTGGTCCCTGTAAGCGTAACGGGTATGAATGCGCACCTGCTGGGACCTGAACTACAAATGAATGAGTTGCCGGACCTCTGAAATGATGAGCGCCCGTGTGAAACAGGGCGAGATATGGGGTATGGAATGTGCCCAAAAGACGTATACCACTGACCCAGATAGGGTTATAGACTGGCAGGACAAGTATGCTCTGGAGACCTCGAACCTGCCCGAGTCGTTCGACCAGCAAAAAATTCTGGAGCAGCTATTGAGACTACCCGAGAGACCTATAATGAGACCACCCGGAACGGAATACCCCATTATTTAGACCCCTTTAAACGCTTCCATTA